TTTTATACAAAAATTTTATGTAAAATATTTATGCGCATCACAATCTAACTTTGCATTCACAATCAGGTATTGACCAAGAAAATGAATAATCCCAATCACAATCAATATATTTTGGATCTTTTGTTCCTGTGATCATAGTTGATTATTTTTTGTGGAAATTTGATCCAAAATTGCCTGGATATCCACACCATGATCTGAAATAAGGTTTACAATAAGTTTGCCTATTCCTGATGCCTCTAACATCTTTTTAATTATTAATTCTGCTTCTATGCCGTGTTTTATTAACTTTTTTATTTCATTGTGTGACATTTGCAAAACAATATGACCAAAATAATCATAAGTAACGATTTTTTGCAGATTTAATCCATTATCGATCAGTTGTCCTAATATATCATCGTTCATTCCCATTAAAGCAATTATGTTATCTTTGTCCAGTTTTGTATCAGGTGCAAATTTGCAACCCATATTGATCAATATTTTTGCCGCGATTACTTCATGTGATGGACTCATAAATGGTGTGCCAAATAGTAAAACTCCGAAATCCGTTTGCGCAACATCAATACCGTAATGGATAAATAATATTTCTAATTTTTTAACAAGTGTATCCGAATCTCGAGTAAATAAAAGTATATTCTTTATCATTGTCAATTCATAGTGTTTCCAGTCATAATCATATTGTGCGAATTGCATAATAGTATCCGGTGACATCATGCCCATGAAAAAATATGGATATTTAATCGCAAAATGCGCGGGTATTTTAGTCCAATCTAATTTTTTGCTTGCATCAACGCATTCATTAACTACTGTAATAAAAAATGTGTCGTCGTTTTGCCTATCAACAATTTCATTATGCGAATTTGTGATATCCTTGCATTGCGTATATTTAATGATACGATAAAGACCACCATTTTTGATTTCCAAACCATAATCACACTTTCCGCAATAGTATTTATTATCGGATTCAATATTGGACATTATGGATACCGTAATAGATTTATTAATTATTATTTATTATTTTCAATCTTATTTGCAATTTTTATCACCTCTATCAAAATAAAAATTGTAAAACTGAAATCATTAGAGGGTTCAATAATATTTCTCATTATTCTCGACTTTCAAAACCAAACCAAATCTTCATCTTGCAACATGGCTTCCATCAGTGCTTCCGCTGCCTCTCAGACAAAACCTGAGGACATTCGCCAGCTTGTCATTAATGGTGATGACACCATTTTCCGCACACATATTGCCTCGAAAGGTTTCGTTTTCCTGGACCTCGCTTGCGGTTACCTTGCAGACTTGATCGACATCGTTTGTTGTCCCGCTGACCAACGCAAGATCCAACGCACCGAAGGCCATCTCTCAATCTATTGGGAGTTGGTATACCACATCACTTCCTCCAGTTTCAATGGAGATCGCGCTCTGATCAAAGCAGCAGTTCAGACTGCTGCCAACCACGACCACGACCAAACCGTTGCAATAATCTTGGACCACCTTGAGGTCACATGCGGCACTTTTGGCGACTACTTTGCTCCATCTGACTTTGTGGAGCATGCTTCCAAGGGCAACTTGCAGATCGTGAAGCTGATGCACATGTGCCACCCTGAGGTTCCTGGCAGCGCATTCGAGACTGAGGCCTTTGACAAGCTCGATCCTGAGGTTAAAACTGACTTTGTCTTCAAGCTCAAGATTGGCGTGAAGTACAGGTGCCAAGATTACCTCGGCATTTTGTCACAACGTTTGCGCACCGAGATTGTTTCATCGTAAAGGATCTTCATGGATCCTGGAGGGATCGACAAGAAGATGATCACAAAACTTGAAGCCAAAGAGCTTCGCGAGCTATATATCTATTAGCCATCACAAAATAACGACCTAATAAATTGGGTCGTTGTTTTTTATAAAATTGCGCGTATAATATAGAAATGGATACATCCGCTTCTAATCCCGGCTACCCGTCGAAGCCCAATATGGGTGGGTTCTTGACTTATCATTATGGCGATTTTACTGTTCCAACTCAATGTCAGAATGATAGTCGCGATCTTATTTTGCAACACTGCAAAAATATTGCCAATGGTAAAATTGTCGAAATAGGTGTTTTTGGAGGTGCAACATTGTTACATATTGTTGGATCTGCGATTGCCAATAATACCATTCTTTATGGTATTGATCCCTTTGAAACAATTAGTCTTTTTAATGGTAAACCCGAAACTGAAGTTTCCGCAGAAATTGTAGCAGACAGTCGCAAATTGCTTCGAAATAATAGACAAAATTTGGAGAATATCATTGACAAATGCAATTTGCCCATAAAATTATTGATTGGAGAGTCCGGTAATACAGTTGATCAATTTGACGATAATTCAATTGATGTTATCCATATTGATGGTGATCACAGTACAGATGGAGCTTACAATGATTTTAAACAATTTCTTCCAAAGATGAAAAAAGGAGGTTTGATGATTGGAGACGATTATAATTGGCTTTCCGTTAAGAGAGGTATCGATAAATTCTGTCTTGAATTTAATTTGAAAATCATCGCACCCGGACAACAAGGCAAAGTTTTGATTTGGATTCCGTAAGAAAACAAGTATGCTTTCATAACATTAAAATAATATTTGAATATTATTTTAAAAAAAATTGATAAGCAAAATTATTTAGTGTTACATTTGACATTTTGAATTAAATTAAGCCCCAAATTAATTCAGAATTTTAATAGAAACTCAAGCTTCTATTAAAATAATATATTTCGACGAAAGCAGAGCTTTCTCTGAAATTCAGAAATGAATCAAACAATCCTTATTACCGACACGGAACCTGATGACATCATTGCCATCATCGTTCTAACAAAATGCAAAATTAATATTACGCATGCCATTGTGATTGATCGCAGCATTGATTGCAAATGGGATCGTTTGGATTATTACAAACAATTGCGACAACACGTAGAAATTCCAGAAGCTTGTTATTTGCCAGCTGCAACAGTTAATAATTATTTAACTGGTTTAAATTATGATAATCCCACACAAATTATTTGTCTTGCGAACTTTTTACCATTGGTTCATTTGCATCAATCTCTTCCTGAATCAACAAAAAAAATTACTGTTTGGGCGTATGGATCGGTCAATATGAGATGGGCTTTGAATGATGTATCTAAAGAACAATTATTACAAACAATAAATGCTGGATACGAAAAATTTTATCTTTTTGAAACTTTTGCTGCATATGGACCTATTAATGATGTTAACATGACGAATGGTGCAGATTTCCACGCACATATTGATACATCAACAAGTCAGTTAGTTCAATTCTTCAAGCACACTGTTAATAATTGGAACAATTATCTGCGTGATAAAATGGTCGCCAAACTCGTTTTAGTAAATCCTGAAAAATACACTCAGTTATTAACAAATTTTGCATCGGTTACAGAAATTTATGCTTCCTGTAGCAAAGATGATCCATCGTATATCAATCTTAAGATTCTAAACTCAATGAACCAATGTTGGTCGCAGTTTGTTTTTGCCGATATTGGTCTCATTATGGCTATGATTGATTATGAAAATGACAAGAATTCATGGCAACAAACACAAATTACCATGCCTCAGAGGTTTACTATTCCAGACTCGCCACTGTGTGACACAACTTGTTATTATTATAAGGGCGATTCAGATCGTTTGGCAAATCACATTCAGAAGCTATTGCGTATTATTAATTAATTTTCATTCCAAAATATTTGAATGAAAATTTGTTAAAATAAAGATTAAAATGAAATTTTGTCATTTACGACCACGGAACCAATGGAGAATATCCATCAGGAGCAGCAGTAATTTCATAACCACCATAAGATTGTGTTCCAATAGATCCACTTCTCCAATATTGGGTGGAGTCACCATTTGTTGCCATTGCAAAATCAATTGTATTGGTATTTGTTGTGTCAACGTAGGCAAAAAATTGCATCAAATAAAAATATGCAAGGGTTTATTCAATAAAAAATGGGAATTATTGACCATGGATTGGTTGTTCGCCTTACTTTTTGGTACAGTTTTATCGCAATGCGCATTTGCGTTTAAACATATTGGACTTGCATTTAGTTCGATTTTTGGATACAGATTATACAATGAAACACGTTCCAACAAGTGTTCAACCGTTTTGCAAAAATTTAATGGAAATTTTACTATTTCCAAAAATGATGAAAAATCGGGCGTTATTTATGGATTCCATCGTTTGAATGCAGATTGCAATACAACCATTCCCTGGTTCAAAAGATTTTACGTTGGAATAACAACCGATGTACAACATCAAGGCAATGAAATTTCGATTTTCTGTCACAATACTCTTTACCAAAAGTTGATAACAAATATTAACATTGATAGTCCAACGACACAAGGAACTAAAGCAATTGAATATAGTACATACATAACTGTAACATCAACATCATGGGGAGCATATTTAGACAAAAAATCAGTCGATTTCAAATTAAAACCAAATAACCTGCAAGAAAAAATTATTAGCGATATTCTTGAAATTTATGAAGAAAATCAAATAGCTGTTGTTTGCATTGCTGGACAATCCGGTAGTCGTAAATCCACAATTGCCGATCTTTTAGCATCGAAACTTAAAACATGTATTTGTACGCAATATAATCCAACTCGCCCTGGACATACACTTAATAATGTCCATACAACAGCAAACACTTCTAAAGAAAAACCATTGATTATGGAATGGTGCGAAATTGATACTTCCATTAAAAATATTTCAAAAGGAATTCCAAGAATCGCAAAAGGATCTCAATTAGAGACATACGATAAAGCCGATTTCAATGGTCTACTTGATAAGATTTGTAACAGAAAAATATTTCCATATTTGATTATCATAATGACAATGAATTCACCATTTGAAGAAATTGATAAAATCGACCCTTCTTATTTGCGTGAAGGTAGAATCCATAAAAGATTTGTTATGAATGTTAAAGTTGATTAATTTTATTTGGCAAAAATTTTTTGCCAAATAAATTTTGTTAATGATCATAACTCAAAAAATAATAATCTCCGTATTTTGAAACTCTTCCATAAAAACATTCTCTACCACCTTCAAAAAATGCGTCAAAAATTGTATCTTCAGGATATGAGTAAGATTTTGTGCTACGTGCTAAGTCAATAACTTTACACAAAAGATTAATTCCAATTTTCATGGGATATGTTGTTGTGAAGAAACATTGATCAACTCTTTGCATGTCATCTTGCGAAAGATTTGCTCTGTTATTGAGCCTATTTAACAAAATATCAAATTCATCTATTCCATCTTGGACTAAACAAATCTTACTCCCAATCGGAATAACATATGTTGATGATTTTATGTCGTAATCTAATTCAATAGTTCCATCACTTTGGATAGTCATATTGCCTAAGTGTTCATAAATACTCTGTCTTTGCATGTTTTTTAGGCGAACTAATTTGATGATCGGATTGATTTTAAATCAGATTATTTTCGCAATTTTTCTTCGCCGAAATTTCAATTCGTCGAACAGATAATCCAATATTTCCAAATTTCCTTTTAAAATAGCTTGGTTGGTGATTTCGCATTGATATTTTAAAAGCACTGGATAAAAAGGAAAAATTTTTAAATAATCTATTCGATCACATGCACAAATCACTTCCATCACACTTGAATCATTCCAACTATCCCAACCGATATTCAACACATAATCAAATAAATATTTTGCGGTCGCATTAGAATTGTATTTCAGCGCTTCGTGAAAAACTTTACTATTCCAATAATTGTATGATGTATTTGGTATACCAATTTTCTTTAATATGCTCAACCTGTCGTATTTGGCAGCGATTAGACAACACATAATGTGCAAATCATTATCTTTGATGATTTTGCTAATCTTATTGATTTTGCCATCATTTTTAATATTGTTCAATAATTCAATAGTCGGCTGCACATTTTTTACCACAACCCAATTTTTGAATGTTACATATTCAAGAGTCTTTCCATCGTCACTAATTTTGATGTCGTTGGTCAAATTTTCTAGGGTCATTTCAGTAATATTTAAAAAAAATAATTTTTTAAATAAAAATTATCACGTTTGCATAAAAGATCCTCGTAATATTTCAGAATTCTAAATGTTTAGAGTTAATATAATTTAAATGCTGGCCTCACCATCCGATCAGAAAAAAGTCCTAATATTCACGGTTTTGGCATGCATTTCAGAACTAATTTTTTCGGGAGTTCTGAATGGATGGTCAGCATTGTATTTAATATTCAATCCGCATACCACAACTGAAATATCAAGGACTAATTGGATATATTCAATCGGTAATATGGTTAGCATGTTTGCATTAATTCCACAAGGATTGATTATTGACGGTTTGTCTAATAAATTGTTATTCATGTCGCATGCTGCAATTGGTGTTGTTGGTTATTTGTTGTTAATATTTGCAACGTGGCATGCTTCATTAGAACAACATTTTTGCCAATCATACAGTACTTGGAGTTTGTTTATCATTAGTCAAGTACTCAATAGTATTTGCAGTAATGGTATGCATTTGGCCATTATGTGTTATATTCCAACTTTGGCAAAACAATATACTTTGGATAATGAAAAACGCCAACTAACTGCAAACATATTATACACCGTGACTAATGGTGCATATGCGGTTGGACCACTAGTTTTATGGGTAGTTTTCAAAATAATTCATGCTCGCAATTGGTTGGGACTAGCTAGTTATGCAGGATTTACTGTTGTATCACTAATTTTAATTTCTATCATAATGAATCATTTGTGGACTGAATCCAATAAAAGATCATGGCCCAAATTCGAATGGACAAAATTTAAATATTTTCAACTAATTGAGTTTACAATTTACAATACAGCTTACACTTATTGCATAGTTTGTTTTGTCGCAATACTTACAGTTCGAACACTTAATTTTGCCGATGCATTTTCAATAATGTTACCCTTAATTGGAATCGCTATGACCATCATACTTTCTCTTATGTCTAATTATTGGCAGCAATGGAGTTGGAATTCGTGGATGGTCAAATTTCTCACCATCACGGCAATTGGATTTATTTGGACATTTTTTACAATATTATCCACATCGTTAAATTCACGCGGTTTATGGGTTCTTTGTGCAGTTATCTATTGCATATTTTGTCCAATTTATTATTCAGTAACTGCTTATTATTTTGATCACATTTCCGAAGAGCAATCGCGAGGCATTCTGCGTGGTTTAATTATGGCAATACCAGGTCCCTTTTTATTTTCAATAAATGCTTGGATAACACATGGACAAAAACATGGATACATTGCATTCGACATTTTCAATTTATTATTGCTAGTTATTACGGCCATAGCATTTATTCTTCGACATCATGTGTTGAAATGGAAATAATAGGTGGCAAATTTGTTTGTTAATAATATTGACAAACAAATATTTTAATTTTTTGTATGAATAAATGTCGCGGATAATCTATTTGTAATATCTTCTAATGACCATGTGCAAACAGCAATATTATTTATTAAAACATATGTTCTAGTTTCTGTGACTAATGTATAAACTGGTACAGGATCAAGATTAACATATTTTATGTTTAGATTATTCACCAATTTTGATGGGAGAACTTCTTTGCCATCAATGCAAACCGGATGCCCATCAATAATATACATATCTTCACTTGGAGAATTATTAGCAATAGATCCTTTGGAAATCAATACAAATTTACTAACTGGAGGTAAACATAAATTTGAAATTAATTTGATACTTTCTCCATTTATACCAACTAAATGTGCACCCGAATCTGATTTCAAATCACTTATTTTAATATTACCTGTAGATGTATGTACAATACTGTCACCATGTAAACATAATGAATCCACTAAAATTTGTACAGTCCTTTCATAAAATGTAGTGCTTGTTGGGTCAAAAAACCCAAATCCCAATGTTCCCGATATTGGTGCACCCAATCCCGTGATGACATATCCATTTGGTATTATTCCAGTAGAATTATCCAAAGTTATTGTTATGATAAGCGTTACAAAATTTAACCCGGGATCATATATTTGAATTGTGCCTCCATCAGTTTGAGGCGGATCTGTTTCAAATGTAATCATATCAGTTGTAGTTATTTGTCCGGCTGTTAAATCGAATGCAACATTTGTATTTTTAGTAAATGGAGGACTCGAGCTATCAATTTCATAATTTCCTATCACCGGACTTAAAAGCGCAATTTGTGCATTAATATTGGTTGTATTTATGTAAACTAAATCTCCATTTGGAGGAACATTTTCAAATGTTGTTGAAAATGTTATGGCAACAACGGCAAAAAATGACATGCGTTTATCATAAAATTATTGCGTTTATATATTGGTATTCGCATATTAGAAAATTAATTGGATACAAATAGTTCTATTTTTCTGTTCAAATAAAATACATTTGCATTTTTAAACTAGTTGGTTTGTATATATGCTTTGTTATAATGCATTTTCGAGTATTTTTTTCTAGTTTGATCTTGTTCGAAGTTATTTTTAATATTTTATCTTGACTGCAATAATATTGTTTAAAAATACAAGTTCTATTTAGCGTTTGCAATTTGTAAATTACTTTTCCCATTGTTTGTAATATGTAAAGTTGAATCTGTGTGTGTCCATAATATCCACTATTTATAATTGGATTATAGAGCTGACTTGCCGGATCACATCCCTGACTAATTGCATATTTAACAATTTCGAAATGGCCATTATTTGCAGCCGATTTCAAAATTTGGTCATCTTTAGTTCGCGGATCACAACCTTGTTCAACTAAATATTTAACAATTTCAATATGACCATAAACGGCACTCCAACACAACGCATTCTCATCATCACGCCCAACACCATATCCGCAGCTAACCATATATTTTAGAATTTCAAGTTGCCCTTTTTCTGCACAATATCTGAAAGCTTCGGTTTCCAACGATTTAAAACCGCATTTTACATCGATAATTTTTTTCGCTCCCAGAAAATCGCCTTTTTTGATTGCTTGTCTTAATTGTCTATGTGACATTTTCTAAATACAAATCAAATACTACTTCGATTGTGTGATTATGAAATTTCAATTTTTATTTATGAAGCTCGCCTTCGTAAATAAAAAGGATAATTCGATAAAAATTTCTTTTTGTTGAATTTCAATTTTTATTTACAGAGCTTGCCTCCGTAAATAAAAAGGATAATTCAATAAAGTTTACTCTGTTGAATTTCAATTTTTATTTATGGAGCTTGTCTTCATAAATAAAAAGGATAATTCGATAAAAAAATTGATCAAGTAAAAATATTTATGTTCGGTAAAAGATCTCTAATTAAGCTCGCTTCTCAAAAAGAAATGGGATCTAAAGCGACCAAAGACAAAAGTTTGCAATTGGAACCAGATGAAACTACTGAACCCCAGAAAGAGCTTCGATCTCGTCAGAATACATTACCTCATTCCAATGTTTTGGCTAAAAATCGGAAACAGATGTCACTTGAAACGATTTTTAAAAATGCGAAAGGAAATCCTATGTTAGAAATGTTTGTATTGAGTACATACATTAAATCCACAACAAGTTTGCAAGATTGGAATTTTGGTTCAATGCACAAATTTGAAGATGATACGCTTTTTTGTTATTATTTGAATATGTTCGATGCCAAATCTTTTTCAATTTACATGCAGGATTACATTGGAGACCTTTCATATGAAAGGATTTCCATGATATCAACAGAAAAATTAAGAATTTGGACTGAATATAATCTTGGCAAACTCATAACAAATCGCACTTCCAAAGTTCTCAAACGCATTGTTACTGAAGGATTAATTCCGTTTGGAACTAGTGAAAATCCACACAAATTGCTTGCTGACATTGTTACATTTGTCACAAAAAATCCTGAAAATTTGTTTACCGCAAGTTTAGACCAAGCAAAATCAGAAAGAACTCTAGGTCAAGATTTTATTGACATCATTGAAATATTGATGTACAATGATAGAACCTTCCCGATAGACATTTTTACTGATTGTCATCCAAAAATATCTACCCTATTACTGAAGTTCTACAAAAATGCGAACCAAATGATGGAAGCAGAACTATCAACAAAAGAACATTACATCAATAATTTAGAGTCCAAAATAAAAAAGAAGAGTTGAATGGAAATAATGATCAGTTTTCAAATTGATCATTATTTTTAAAATTAACATGTCAAATTTCTGATAATAATATTTGTAACAATATCATCTGATCCGCTAAAATTGATTTCTACTCCGTAATTAGTTTGAATGTGATTTTTAACAACGACAACTTCTTCGATCTGACAATAACAATTTGCTAAATATATTGCTTTAATTTTTGGATTTGATGTAAATGTTTCGGCCACTAACTTTTCTAGATTTGATAAATTTGACCCAAAACCTTTCAAAAAAAGATGTTTTGTTGCCATAATTAATTTATAATCTGTGCAAAACTCATGATATTCCATAACAATTATCTGCTCGCGTTGATCAAATTGAATATCAAAACCAGTGATACCGTGAATTTCTAAGATGGCAGACATAAGTGGATTCCTTACCGAAATTTAATAAGTGAATTTTATAAAATATTTGAATGTCAATTTTTTTGTTATCCGCCACACAATCTCAAAACCATATGAACAGTAGAATCTTTTTGAATACCGTATTCATCCAAAGTTTTACCATGATCCAATTGCTTGTCTGCATAAACCCATCTCATTTGGCAAGGCGAAATCCCAGTGTTAATAGAAATGTTTGCTTTTGCATCACTTAACAATTCATGATTTTTAACGCGAAGCGTGTAAGTTGTTCCGGTCAGTGTTTTCAAAAAAATTCGTTTTGTTGGTCTTGGGTAAGTTTCACCATATTTTTTAGCTTCGTATTGTTCGTGAAGTTTGTAAGCCTCGCCATTTTTCAGATCGCGAGCAAATTCTTTGAAAGTTTTATCTTTGGTATTTGTAATAAGATTGGGAATATTTTCGAGTAAATAATTTACGATGTTATTATTTTTATTTGAACACGCAATATGTATTCCGCGTAACTTGTTTTTTGTATCGATAACAATGTTAAAATCAAATCCATAACAGATCAAATCTGCAATTATATCGCTATTATCACACCATGAACAAACACGGCTCACAATAAATTCTTCATAATTACAATCAGTTGGAGTCTTGTTCTTAATTTCAATGTGACATAGAATTTCTCCCAAAATGATCGGATCCAGAGTTTTAATCAAAAACTCGCAAAATTCTTTACTGCAATTGCCAACTATCAAATTAATAAATGTTCTACAATTTTCGTAATCCACTGTCGCCATGTAATCAAAAAGCCAATCATATGTGCCCGATGTATGTTTCAAGATTTTATCCATATCAATGCAATCAACATCTAATTGATGATCAGATCTGTAAATAACCTTTTCAATAAATTGTTTAGCGACTTCTTTTGACATGTAAGGTTGATGTTGATCACATTTTTTGTCAGGATTCGCGTTTAAATAAATTATCACATCATTTTTCATTTCATCGTCAGGTTTCATTGTGTGGTCAATCAATTGATCAGTTATTGGACTCTTGACTTTGTTGCGGAAACCATTCTTTTTGTAATGATCAACGAAAGCTTTTCTTTCATAAGTTTGATTATCGGCACATTTAACTGGGTCCCAGAAAATCTTGCCAGTAATTGGACATATTAATTTTGCTGAATCTTGCTCCATGGCAAGTTGTTTGATGGACTTTGCAACTAATTAACAATACTTAACATGAAATAGATATGCAATTTATTGGGCAATTTTTTTCAAAAATACATTACGCTTATCGGTAACAATTGATGATTACACTTAGTTAATCGAATTTGTTACCAAACTCGATTACCCGTTCATATTCTAATTAAAATTGATTTCAATAATAATTAGAATTTATCCAGACCAAATGTTTACAGATGCAATTCATACGTTTCATGAAATTTTGGTGCGGAATCGTAAAACAAAATTGGACCAAACAAACTATTTTTGTAAATCTTCAAATGAGTATTTGAAGGTTTTGGCATTGCCGCAAGCATTTCATGAGTAAAATATTCATGTGTAACAAGAACAATGTTTTTCAAATTTTTGGAGAAAAGTTTGAGAAGATCAATATCGCATGGATCAAAACCCATACCACCCAAAATTATTGTATCCAAGTTTGCGGGTAGTGATTTCAAAAAGTTTTCCGTCCGCTTAACATACTTAGCACGATCAAATTCTTCGTCTTCACCAAACATACTCAATCTGATCGCAATCTCAGTCAATTCTGAAGGAAAGGGTTGAATTTTTTCAAAATGTGAAAGTTTGAGAGTATCCACATTCAACGATTTAATTTCAGACGAAAACCCATCCCAATTGATAGTTTCGATTGGTTTGCCTGTTTCACTTCGCACGAAAAGGGAATTTGTTTTTGCAGGCAATTCAGCAAAATTTAGTGGATATACAGCTTTAACAGAACATTCAATAATGCGATCATTTGTTGTTTTCGATCCAAATTTGCGATTTTTTATCACTTTTCGACTGACTGATTTTCGGGGAACTTTTGAAACTGTTCTGCAAATTGTTGGCAACATTTTAGTTGGCAATGTGCGACTAAATAAATAATTATCAGTATACATGTTAACATATTTAATTTTGCAATTTTTTTGAAAAAATTGATCACCGAAAATTGTTTTAAGAATTTCTCAGTATTTATTATGAGATTATTAATAAAAAATGGATTCGCAACCTGAAGCACTTTGGGTGAAACTCAATGAAATTAATATCAACCTAGATAAAATTCTTAACATTTATGTTACAGGTTCCAGACTTCATGCTACTTCAAAAGAAAATAGTGATTGGGATATTGTAATTATTGTTTGTGATGATTTTATTTTTCCGGAAAAGGGAACATTTTTTGGACAACAATGCATGCTTTCTGTTGAAAATTATGATTTACATTTTTACCCGGAAGCCTATGTCAGATCTAATTTAATTACACACAAAGATTTTTACATCATTGAATTACCTTGGATACCATCCAAATTCGTTCTTAAACAAACTATTGATTTAATTTCAATAACAACTCTAGATAAAGCTCGCTTTTTAAAATGTGTTAAAGGTTTCGGAAAATATACCCGAACTAAAGTTCACAGATTATTCCCCGTAAATCTTTACATCGCAAAGAAAAATATTGGTCACGAGATACGTAATATTGCATATGCTTACCAAATACTCCTTCATGATAAGATAGTAGATTATTCTGCCACTTCTGGTATTATGTTCGACATATTAGCTCAAACTTCCGACAAGGTTGATGATTATGCGCATTTTTTTGCGGTAGCTGATCAAATGATTGCAGGTTTAACTATTTTAGCAGAAAAAATGTTAGGTATTGTTTCTTCTTAAAAATTGCAAATATCAAAACACTGGAGAAGCTTAATATTGGACCTGCATAATTTTATTCAGGAACTCCAAAGCAAACCTATGCACAAAACCGGATTATCAGCTTTGATAAAAGCTTTTAGCAAGACTTTGACAACTGACTTGCAAAAATGCGAAACCTACTTTCAGAACCACAATTTGGATACAGAACTCAATAATATCACTGAAATATTGTCTAGAATAAAGAGAAAAAAACGTTCTAGACAAACAAATTATGACCCCGAAAGAACTCTCAGTTCTGGAGGGATCGGTACTTTAGTACAAGACCCAGACGATATTGTCGATGAAATGATTGAACATGAAAAATCCAAAGAAAACAAAAAAATCATTCGTACTGTGCTACTTGATGTAGATAAAGATTATGATTTACCCAAACCAAGACCCCAGAAAAAACCACAATACGTTACAGCACGACCACGGTGTTTGGATATGTTTTCCGAAACGATCTTCAGAGAATTTGTTAAATCAAGAGCCGAAGTTGATATTATCTTGGCACGCATTAGAACTGACCATGGAAGTTGTCTTGAAGTTATTTCAAACCTTAGTGTTCGCGAAGAAAATTTGTTATCAAACGATCATCTGTTCGCATACTTTTACCACAAGTTATCTGAGATTATTTTGTGCGCAAAAACAAGGGTCATCGTTGCGAAAAAATTCGTTCCACAATACGATGATTACACTTCACCATTGCCGCTCTTGAAAAAATGGGGTTCAATTTTGGATCATGGCAACAAATATCAATGGTTGGCTGGTATTTCTCATGAAAAAGTGAGCATGTCTTCTGCCAAATTATGGTCAGCAAGTTTAGAATCATGCGACCAAAAATTATTTACAAAGATTGAAATTGATGATAATTTCTATACAATTCCGTTAATTTGATGAAATCTAAAATATTAAGTTCTATCAAATTAAAAATTGCACAAGTCAATTTATTCAAAGTTTTATTATTATTTTTAAAATAAGGTGCAACCCTTCTTCAAGAAATGTTAAGATTGAAGTTGTCATCGGTTACCAAAATCCTAAGCAATGTGTTAACAGAGAATGTCGACATGTGCCAAAATTATTTCCAAGAAAATGATCTAGATTCTGAAGTTGACAATATTCTCACATGCCTAAAAATAATCCAACGAAAAAAATCCAAGCGACGTTTGAGTACAGACGATCAGTCTCTGAGCATACTCACAGGCGATCAGTCTTTGAGAATGCCAATAAGCACAGACGATCAGTCTCTGAACACAGACATGGATGGCTCAGATTTGCCCAGGAAAAAAGTATGCGAAAAAGAAATTCATGATGAGGGTCAGAGACCCTCGGAGAGAATTGTTGAAGCAATTCCCAACACAGATGAAATACCAAAATCTAGACCAATTTCCCGACCTCGATGTTTTAAACTATTTGAAATTGGTCTTTTTAGGGAATTCCTCAAATTAAGAGCGAATGTTGACATCCTTTTGGAACAATCATCAAGCATTTTGATATCCGAACCCGGCAAATTTGAAATATATAGTTCACATTCAAATCTTCTTAAAAACAGACACATGCTTGCATACTTTTTCCATAAATTATGGCAATATGTGGATTCATCTGAGGCCAGAATTGAGATTCTCAAAAAATTAGATCCCACATTTAACTTTGATGGTGCGAGATTGGTTGCATTTAAAAGGTGGGGTTTGGTTTTGGATCACGATAGCAAAGATCAATGGCTTGGAGGAATTGATTCCAAAGTTCTTGGTTACTCTACAATTTTAAACTGGAGAGGTGTATTGAACAGATGTTTGCATAAAAATGATATGTTAAAAAAAATCAGCATTGGCGGTCATCTTTATTTAATACCAAATTGAATTTTTGTCGTAAAATATTTTATGACAAAAATTAGACTTAAATTCTCATTTTAACATTCCGTAACGCAAAAATCTTGTCCATATTCTTGCAGTTCTTTGATACAATTTTATTTCCAAAAAATTGCATTAACAAATAGATTCAACAATATTTTTATTAAAATTGCTATCCTGCCGAGGACCAATGTATACCATTTCAAAAAAGCAAGATTGTGATGACCTGATCACAGTAAATTTTGACGATGAAGAATTCGAACTATCGGATATTATTAAAGTTTTTAGTCAAACATTAAAGACAAATCCAACTGAATGTCAAAAAATCATCTCTGAACAAAATCTTGGTGAACATGTCGATGTGATTTTGGATTATGTGGCAAAAGTATCTATGACTAAACGTAACACTTCATTAGAAACTATTGTGACCAAATATTTTTCTTGTTTTCAAATGGATTTGTTTGAACAATTTTTGAACGCAAAAGATTGGATAGATTGGTTTTTTGAAGATAACAAGAATTTTAACAATGATTCTCAGAAAAAGAAGATTATCACTTTGCTCGGCGAACAAATAGAATCACTAAAAAATATACAAATTGTGGCATATTTTTGTTTCAAAATGCACTCATCCAAATTTGAAAAAGGACCCATGGTAAAAGTGGTTAACACACTCAGACCAAAAACTAAGGCCACCTTAAAAACAATAAAATCGGTTTACCAATTAGGTGCAATACTATCAAATGAAAGACCATGGTTTGGTGGTATACCAGATGAACATATTGGAACATGTGGTGGTCTTCATACCCATCATTATAGGCTCGCGAAAATGGGAAATGTGCAGCAAAAATATACGACAGTAATCATCAAAGGCAAAAGTTATGAAGTACCCGAAACCTAGTTATTAAATTTGCAATTATTTACAAATTTAACAATCCAGCGTTGTATTCAAATTGGGGATTCTATAATCAACACCGTTGATTTTTACTTTGGTGTATAATTGACTACTCGATGCAAAAGTTTTTATGTAAACTTTCCAGTTGTAAACGGTCATATAATTCAAACCATCTGCTGGAACACCTGCTAGCCATTGCATACTACCGTGACTAATAATTTCACCCCAATAACGCAAATAATAAAATTGATGGTCACTTATTGTCCTGCCCTTATTTAGGTAATGGATAACAGCTTTGGAATCTGATTTTAGGTTTTCACTCAAACATAACTTGTAGTAAAAATATGCCAAAATATGCACATTATTAAATAAACTTATTAAATCATCTGTAAAATTTTTAGCAGCGTCGATATTTATAATTTGTTCATCCAATAATGCATTAATTTTGGACCGCTGTCGAATAAAATCATTAAACCGTTCGATATCAAATTTACGCAAACATGATGGACCATAAACACGTTTTTTAGGTGCAGGTTCATTTATTTCAAGTTCTTCGTCTGAATTTTCAATTGATTTGTTTTTTCTTTTGCGTTTTATTTGCACCATAAGTTCGGATATGATTTCCATATCAACTCCTAAATCATTATTGGCGACATAATTGCTTAGTTCATCAGGATTATCTGCACAAATTTGTGCCAGAATTTTAACAACATCTGCAAACTTAATTTTCGCCATTTGCCCAAAGTCAACTAATTATTAATTAATTTAATAAATTCCATAATAAATTTGGAGTATCAATTTTTATTTACGAAGCTTGTCTTCATAAATAAAAAGGATAATTCAACAAAATTTACTTTTATTGAATTTCAATTTTTATTTACGGAGCTTGTCTTCATAAATAAAAAGGATAATTCAACAAAATTTATCTTTGTTGAATTTCAATTTTTATTTGCATTTTTATAAAAATTGCATTTAAAACATTTGTTATCAAAACTTTTAATTAAAAATATTATCAAAAATGTCCGAAGATGATGCAGACTTTTTGGAAGAAAACATTCCAGCTCAATCGTTTGAAAAAATTATTATGAGACTTTCCAGTTTGTTTTCCAATAAAATCAAATATGTAAGTTTTTTGAGTGATTTATCTGATCTAGGTGTAATTGCTGGTGGTTCTGTTGTTTATGCATTAAATCCCGAAACAGATCCAGAAACTGTTGGAGATATTGATGTATTTATTTTAAACTGCAATTCTCATAAAAAATGTCGAGCAAATTTAACATTGTTTAATGAATTATGTAACACATACAAATTAGGACCAAAATATCATATGCATGAAAATGGTAATTCTGTAATAAATGTTCGTTTAGGTTTAGAAAAAGTTAACATTCAATTAATTTTCACCAAACAAACATCAATGGAAAATGTAATTGATCATTTTGACTTTGATTATGCGCAATGTGGTATTTATGAAAAAATGTGCTATATCACAACAGATGCACTAACTGCACATGAAACAGGAATTGTTAGTGTGCAAACAGATCCAAATCCAAATATAAAACGCTACACCAAAATGCAATTAAAAGGATTTAGGTCCGTCGTTTTGCTAAATAGTTCATTTGAATTTGCTGACATTACAGATTATGAATATGTTAATTACAAACAATTCACAATCAAAAAATGCACGAAGTTAGATGCGATGAGTTCATATTATGATGTGTCCAATAGAAAAATAAAATTATCCAATCCCAAACTTGTTGAAATTACTCCCGATATCTGCGTCGACGAGCACAAACCCTCTGAGAGGGTTTCTGAGAGTATTGACAAACCAACCGAGGACGTTATTCTGGCCAAAAGCATTGTTTCTTTTACCAACGCAAAAAGCAGAATTCTTTATCACACATATCATCAATTTTCTGCCAGAATTAAAATCCAACGCGTGGATAAAATTGTTACAGATCTCGAGGAATTCAACCTTTTGTTAGATCCATCATATTCTAACAATGAATTTTTCATCTGCAATTTTGCAAAAATTAGCGTCCGCAAACATCATGTTGATAAAATAATTTTGGATGAAAAACTTGATGTAATGATTTCCCCATTCTACGCCAAAATTAAAACTGCTGATGAAACAAGAATAACTTATGAACTTAGATGTTGTGTGCGTGTGTGTGATGAAGATATTGTCCCGTTGCAAATTGATGATGCCTACGCACATGCTCGCACTCTAAAAAATAATATTATATTTAATGTGCAACCTAAGCACATAATTTTCGAACCTAAAGCATTGTCTAACCCCAAAATAAATATCGCTAAACCTGTTGGTGAGATATCATGGGCTCCTATTGTTGATGATTATGACACAGATACTGAATCTGAGGAAGAAGATTACGATGAAATTGAAACCATAACATTAACTGCCAAAGAAATCAATACTGTTACCAAATTACGTGATGCAATGTCGTTCAGAACAGATAATTTAAGTAGAATTAAATACAAAGCTTACAAAACATTCATCAAAGAAAATCAGTTCAATCAAAATATTACCATTGATGCATTTGTATCTACATGTAAATATGCATTGAGAACACGAATGTCATTAATTCACAAATCCACATTAATGATAATGGATGTCATTGACAATGTGGATCTCACCAAACACGTTTTTGATTTGGATTCCATGATTAATTTCATAGAAGGTTTGCGTTAAAATTAATTTCACTATTTTTATTCAAAATAATATTTCGAATAAAAATCTCTCATTCGATTAATCGACCAGCACTTTCGCAGAAAAATGTGGGCTCAACAAATGGCTCGCATAACCACTCCAACCATGCAGGATTTCTTGTTTGGTACTCGAATTTAGTATCAGACCAAATCTTATTAAAAAAGATTCGCTGTCTGTATTCCACAGAATTATCCCCATCAACAAAATCAATACCGTCACTCAAATGGATTAACGCACATTTCAACAACAATGGATGAAATGGAATCATGTAGCCATTATTTTCACTGAAGACCTTCTCAAAAGATATCACACGAAGTTCAGTAAAAGAATTCATGGCATTTTCAAAATTGTGTTCGGGTTTTGTTTCGCATTTCAAAAACAAATGCTTAAGTTTCAGGTTTTGAGCTCTGATATCAATATTGTGCAGGATCAAAAGTTCAATCGCAGGGAAGTTTCTTGGCAAGTCAAAAATAAGTTGCTCACTATTGAACAGATATAATTCTTCCAACTTACTGCATTTAGCAATGAGTTCCAGATCTGAATTTCCATCTATGTCAATAGTAAGACTGGTCAAATTGGGAATCAAATGCAAATGTGGCAAAATATCCTCGGATGTCCCTGCTAGAAAAACAAGTTTAGTCAATTTTGCAGCCGATCTAAGAATTTCCCAAAACGAATTATCTGGTGCAAATTCAATGCTGAAATTTATCAAATGAAGTGTTTTAACTTGCGAATTAAAAATGTGCTTGGTCGCGTCAGAACCAACAATCGCATATATCATTTCAAAATGTTTCGCTGTGAGTGATTTGATTGCGTTATATTCATTATTTCCGCGAATTTCTGTTTCAGTAATTTTTACGTACTCAAATATTTTGCGATCGATCGGCAAATTATCTGCTCGAATTATGCATTTGTTCAGTGACAGAGTTGTTACAGATCCCATCGCGCGCAAAGTTTGGTCATTAACCATGACGTTATCAAGACTTACAATTTGGTGCGCAAGATATTTGGGATTGATATGGCCCATGTATGGCAGCTTGATCATGATGCTGGCATTACCAAATAACATGGCTGCATGATTTTTGATCCACATATTGGGACAAAAATCTCTTGAAAACCTTACATGAGGATACCATCTCTCAACCAGATGTTGAATATTGCCTATTTTGCTAACACTTAGCGTTGTATCTTTGAAAAAGATCAGCCAAGATCCTGCTTTGAGTTTGTCATTTTTGACAATAAACTTGAGTTTTTTGCCATTGCGTTTGAAAAATTTAGCTTGAGATAAAAATAACTTACACACGGATTTGGAGGTTGATAGCAGTGACAAAATATCTTCGAAATTACAACAAGAGTAAACTGTGGATAAAATTTTGGTGTGCAACTCAACACTAAATTCCAAAAACATTTTAGTGATTTTTTGCAAAAAACAAAGTAATTCTGTCGAATATTTAATTGTGAACTTGAATAATTTCAAGTTTGCAATTTTTTTGGAAGGGATCACATTATTGTTTAGTCTGTATCAATATCACTGGCGCTTGGACTATCATCACTTTCGTATTCCTTAAGATCGGGTGCGGTAGTTGGATTTGTTTTTTCATTTCTATTATCATTTCCAATAAAACCAGCAATGTGTGATTCTTTGGTATCAATTTCCAACTGCATTTGTTTCATCTTATTGGTGTAAAATTTGAACACAATTTCCAAAATTTTTTTCGGGCAACTAATAAACATTGACATTGTATGCGTTTCGTCACAGTACATCAAAGTTTCAATTAATACACAATATCGCTCGATATATGGTTCGATTGCGCCACGCATAGACAATCTTACTACATACTGCAATAGTGTTTCTGTTGTAGGTACGTTTACATGTTCAGATTTTCTGCTATCTGAACTATCCGAACTATCTGAACTGTCTGAATTAGATTCCAAATCCGCATCAGAAAGATCAGATTCAGGATCAAGCGCGATGTTGTCTTCATCATAAATATTAATCAAATTATTTACCACAAGTCTAATCAGTATGTAAAAAAATTTGTGTTCGACAATCTGCTGCCTAGTTTTGGTATCAGCCCAAATTTTTAATTTATCAATTGATAGCAAACTAACAATGTCTTCTGATAGATCTATTGAAGTTCCCTCCAAAAACTTCTCAAAATAATCTTGATCCAAAACATTTATGAAACTTGCAACATTCTTTTCGGAATCAAACTTTTCAATAAAATTAAATTTTGAATCAATCGCAGCAAATGTCATAGCCACAAATGTTGCATCGGTTTGTGATAATTGTATGCCAAAAAATACTGATTCCAAAGCCCTAGCAACAGCCGGTGATATTAGTGATGTTTTCTTGGTTAGTGACGTTTTTTTACATTTGACTGGAGCCATAATTAATCCGTGGACTAAAATAACTCAATAAACATGTGATTAAAATATGATTCCATTTGCAATTTTTTATTGCGAATACAAAAAATTGCAGTTAAAAAATACATGTTGGGCTCTTGTAAAAAATATATTAGTCTACTTGTCATGGCATCAAAACCAACAAGATCAACAAAACCAACTTCATGGACTGCTCTTGCAGCTAAACCCAAACATGTAAAGAAACCTATTGAGCAGCATCCTAAACCACAAATAAATGGTCTAGGTCCTTATAGCACTAAAGAACGAGAACCTAAATACATGACAACCAAAACAACATGTTTGGCAAAACAATCTCACGATGTAATCATCGCAGTGCTAAAGTTTGTACCATTTGTTGACCAAATAACTCTGATGTGCGAAACAGGAAACTTAGCACTATGGCGCCTTTACAAGGCGTGCATGAAAAACAATACGACGACTTTCGTTTTTGACAAGAGATTTTGTGAGAAACTTCTATCTCGTCACCTTGATCCTGTTTTCAAAATTCCGCAAAAAACTTTGTCAATTATGGATGCGGATGGCTTTATTCCTGCCGGCAAAACAGTGAATTCTGCACCAAAGAAACAAGAAATAATAAAACCGAATCATATATTCCCCACAGGTATTATCACCAAAATTCCTTCGTGGATTCAGTTTGACAAATTCATTTTCCACCATGTAATTTCTGCTGGATGCACTGGTGGCTCGTATTATTATGAATGTAATGTTCCGGCTGCATTTGATTGGAAAACTAGTGACAAAAACTGTGTCGCAGATTTACGTGAACTTCTGCTTCGATCCAAAACTAAATTAACCAGCATCTACACTGAAAAAGCACCATTTTGGTTAATTAATTTTTTCCAAATGAACGATGAAAATGGTGATAAAATTTTCACTGCGGCATCTGATTTCCAATGTGAACATTTGCCTATCTGCGACTGTCCTTATTCAAGCACGCGGTTAGCACATTCTGGGTTGTTTTTGATGGGCGTCAATCATTATGAGAAGAGAAATAATTTCGTGTTTACAATCCCACTTGCAGAAACAGTGACAACCGTCAGAACAAGTGAATGCACAATAGATTTCATTACCGATCCAAAATCCAATTTCAGGAGCATGATTGATTTTATCCACAAATCTGTTCCTAATCTGGAAGCAATCGAAATTGTAATCGATTTTAAATCTCATGTGAAACCCAAAGATTTCACTTTACAGGCAAAAGAGTTACAAGAATTACGATCAAAAAATATCTTTGTCAAAGCTTGTCGTGAAGAAAAAACATTGGAGTGCACTAATTACACAGATAATGGAGCAGTTATTGTCACCAAACTCAAAACTCTGTTCTCGGAACTTGGTTCGGTTTTGGATTTTGGTCAGATTGATATTGTTATTTTTTTTAATTAATAATATCAATCTCAACATAGGCACTTTTTAAAATTCGCCTGTGACCTGTTGAAAAAAATTAGCCTTAAGATATACTTACAAAATGGACTCCGAAAGAACTCTTAGTTCTGAAGGAATCGAGTCATCACGAGACCCTGAAAGAAGCTTGCCTTCTGCAAGGATCGAGTTACCACGAGACTCCGAAAGAACTTCTAGTGATAGTTCCTCTTCTGCAGTAACCGAGTCACGTCCTGACACCGAATATTCTTTCTGGAGTTGGGTTGGTGGTTTATTTTACTCTACAGAGACAACTGTTACAAATGTTGTTCCAGTTTCTTCGAATCCAAGTCCAAAACCTAAGCCCATCGTGAAAGTATATACAGCCATTTTTGGTTCTTATGATAAATTTGTATGTCCAGTTGCCCAAACTATTGATATGGAATTTTATGCATTTGTTGATGATAAAATTGAAGTTTACAAATATGAAAACCAAGCTGATCCTGTTCTCATAAATACTTTACCGGCATATGATTTCCCCAAACACGAAATTTTCCACGAATGGCAAGGAAAACCTTCTGAAAGTGTCATTAAAAATATTATTTTGAGATTCATGGGTCCACAAATAGACATTCTACAATCTGATATTTTGATCTATGCTGATGGCAACGTTCGCATTAAAAATAAAGATTTTATTGAGAAAACATTTGTTAAGCTGATGGAATCTTCTGATTGTGAACTTTTCTTGAGTTCGCATCCTGCAAGAAAATGCTTCAGAAAAGAAATTATTGCATCGCGCACTTGTGCCAAATACGCAAATTCAGATTTGGAACGCATGGGCCAAACTTATGCTGATCTAGAAGACAATGCTGGTCTATATTGGAATGGATTGCTCGGTTATAATCTGATGAACAAGACCATGAGAACTGCATCAATTGAAAAACTTAACACTTTTTTGCAAGATTATTTGTTTGACTCAACATTGTATGCCAAAGATAAAAATAAGCTTTACTGGCCTCAATGTCAGATCAACTTGCCTGGTTTAATCAGAAAACATAAGATTAACATTCATGTTTTGCCTACAATGTATTTTAATATGATTGTTGCACATGGAAAATAAAATTATTTTATTCTAAATTAAAACAAAATAATTAATTGGTAAAAAACTTTAAAATTTGATCAATCATATCATCTGTCAAATCCATATTGCATGGCAAACAAACAATTCGCTGATAGTAATTTTCTGATACAGGACAAGATCTATCTAACGGTTTGTAATATTTTCTCGTGACAAATGGTAAAACTGTGTTATCGAATTTATCTCCATCGCACAATAAACAAATCGAACTGCAAACTGGAATTCCAGATGAAAAATTTGGATACAAACGCCATTTATCCTTCGGACCAACATGTCCAACAAATTTTTCATAAATCGTTTTATGTGATGCAACGATTTTATCGAAATTGTCATTAAAATATGCATAAATGTAGCACGCGTTTAGATCTGACATTCGGTAATTTGATCCGTAAGGTGAATATTTTGAAGCTTCACCTAATGAATTATCCAGACCAAAATTAATAATGGATCTCATGATTGATTCATATTCGACGTCTATTATAACACATCCTCCTTCTGCAAATCCAAAAGGTTTTGTATGGTGAAATGAAATGGTTGCAGCGTTTCCATAATTGCAGCTGTTAGATCCTTTGTAATGAGTAAACATAGTTGCCGCATTATCTAATACCAATAATAGATTTTTTTGTTTACAATAGTCCACATATTTATCAATATCAACAACATTACCGTGAACATTTGTTACAACCAAAACTTTGGCATCTTTCAGTCTGTCTACTAAATTCAAATCTGGTCCACCATCAGCATCAATATCCACAATGTATCCATTTTTCATAGGGCCTTGTGCGGAGCTGGGAAATGTAAAAGATTGTGTGACATATTTTAGTTCACTATTCTGCGCATGGTTAAATGTGGATGCCACTGCATGAAGAGCTGATGTTCCATTTCCTGTTAGAATAACAGCTTTCGAGTTATCGATGCATAATTTTTTTCTTAACAATGCTTCCAATTTAGGAATAATTGGACCTATATTTGTGTATGCATTTTTCTCAGCGCATTCGCTAAGGAGGCTATCGACTAGGTCCTTATTAACGGATTTGTTGGCTAACCACTTAATTTGATGTGTTACCTTTTCGGAACAAGGTTTCGTTTTTGTTCTAATAGGAACACCTACACAAACACTATTTTCTGTTACACATTTATTAACAAGTGCACTTGCGCCAATTGTATTTGATGTTCCAATACTAATTTTTGGAATCAGTGTACTATTTGCGCCAACCAAATTAAAATCTCCAATTTTTGTAAAACCACATAATGTGCTGTGTGGCGCAATGTGGTTATAATTTCCAATAATTGAATCGTGTGCAATAAATGAGCCGTCATTAATGATATTCATGTTTCCTATTTTAACATCAGGACCAATTATCGCAAGCGGTCCAACATAATTACCATATCCAAGAATCGCGCTAGGTGAAATAACAGCATCTGGATGAACGCAATTCATAAATTTGTGATTTGGGAATCTGCTACATATTTGTGATCGCACCACATTATCACCAATTGAACAGAATAGCAAAATTCTATCTGGAATTTCTGCCGTGGTCCCAAGAATTGGGTATCCATAGTGACTGCCAAATGAGTTCGTTCGACCGTCGTCATCGTCAGTTGAAACAACTTCCTCCGAGGGTCTCATTGGCATTCGACCGTCGTCATAAAATCCACCAATTTCTTGATCACATTTTCTGAACGCGTCGACAACATGTTTAGCATGTCCTCCTGCACCAATAATGTATATTTTGGACATAATAAGATCGGACATTTACTTTGCCTATATAATTGACTGGTTGGCAAATTTAGGTACCATAACATTTCAAACGATTTTAAAATAAAATTGCTAATTAAAATATCTGCGCGCGTTGGCAACATTTGCAAATCAATTATTTTTTCTCAGAAAATGGCTACACGAACATTAAATTTATCCCACGAATGTTGTACTGATAAAGATTATTGTCAAGAATGTTGTGATTTTACGCAACAATGGAGTACCATATTTTGGGCCGACGCATCCAAAGTTGTATTTTTACAAGTAACATTTGATAAGATTAAGGAAGACCACGATGGATACTGTTCGGATTCATACGATCACGAGACTATAACAAGTGTAATAACTTACACTTTCCCTATGCCAATAGAGTTATTTGATAAATACAATAGAGACTTAACTAATCCTCTGCTGCTGGCTTGGTTTGGAAATGTAAAACATGGATGCGGAAATGGTAGCGGATACTGTGGTTGCGAAACAATATTTAACATTAAGAGCATCAATCAAGTTCCACAACCCGACAAAGTCGATTCATTATATTATTTTAAATATATGTGCAATGAATAAACCTGCAAATCAATCATAATTGAACTATCCTTTTTATTTACGAAGACAAGCTCCGTAAATAAAAATTGAAATTCAATAAAAGTAAACTTTATCGAATTATCCTTCGTCCATAATTATTGTGAAAAAATTGCAAAACAAAACGTTTGTCAAATCTTTATAAAAACTTTACCATTATCCGCGACATAAAGGGCACTAGGATTACTTCGTTTATCCGTGACATAACAGTCACTAGGATTACTTCGTTTATCCGTGACATAACAGTCACTAGGATTACTTCGTTTATCCGTGACATAACAGTCACTAGGATTACTTCGTTTATCCTCCACCCGACAAACCAATACAAATTAATCCATCTCAATAAAATGGCATCCAAACCAGTTTCATGGGCAACTCTTGCGGCAAACAAGCCCAAGAAACCTGTTGGGAAACCCTCACAAAAGGTCGCTGTAGAAAAGAAGCCTGCGTATTTGAAAACCAAATCAACCTGCATCACAACGCAACCTCATGACATAATCACAGCCATATTGAAGTTCGTACCATTTGTTGATCAAATCACCATGTGGCAAACTGGAAACTTGGCATGGCGCCGCCTTTACAAAGCCTCTATCCAAAAATCTGCCACGACACTTGTTTTTGATGAAGATTTTTGTCGAAAGTTGTTGTCTTGCTATCTGGATCCAGGATTTAAAATTCCTGAAGACGCTCCGGAAACATACGTTGATGCAGATGGATTTCTTCCTGCTGGGAAAACGACGAAATCGATTCCAAAGAAACCTGAACTCAAGCCTGCGAGTTACACATTCCCCACGGGCATAATCAGCAAAATTCCAAAATGGATCCGTTTTAACAAATTCATCTGCAATAAAGTTGACCATGCTGTTTGCACAACTGGACCACACAACTACACGTACAACATTTTGTACATTATGAAAAAAAGCTTGGATGGATCAAGATCTTGCATATCGGAATTGTATGATCTTCTTTCGCGGTCCGAATCAACTCTGACCAGCGTTTACACCAACACCTCAACACGTTGGATGTTTGAACTTTTCCAAAAAAGAACCAATGGGAAAAAGAACTTCCACATGATGGCTGATTTCCAGTGCAATCATGTGTCCAATTGCTATTGTCATTCCACGAGTTTGCGACTTCCAAATTCAGGATTGTTTGTAATGGGTATTGGTCATTTTGGATCAGAACCCAAATTTTACATTCCGGATGCGGAGACTGTAACGACAGTACGATTAAGTGATCGCGCGATGGACTATATTCTCAACTATGAGACCAATTTCAAACGTGTCATCTCTTTCATTAGAGATTCTGTTCCAAACTTGGAATCCATCGAAATGACGTGCGATTTGGGGTCACACATAAAGCTTGCTGATTTCAGCAAGCACGCTAAGGAGTTGCAAATCTTAAAAGCCAAGAACATCTTTGTCAAACCTCTTCACACTGGATCACATTCGGTGTTCGCCAATAGCGTAGATCATGGTGAAATTGTAGTCAAGAAGCTCATAGCTCTATTTGGTGAACTTGGTTTCGGTTTTGGATTTAGGTCGATTTAAAAAGATCCAACTTCTAATATTTAGCCAGTTGGCCGAGTAGTTAAGGCGCTCGACTTAAGATCGAGTGGGTAAAACCGCGCGGGTGCAAATCCTGCACTGGCTAGATTAACATCTAATAATATTAAATGTTAATTTCCATTAAGCAAATCTGCTCTCCAAACTAATAACTTTTGCTTCCAAATCGGCAATCCTCTTAACCAAATCAACATTGGCCTGCGCTTTATGTGTGAAAGCAAAAGCCATGCTGTTGCCATCAAAACCACTGTTGCAGAATTTACATGTTGTTCCTTGATGTTCATCAAAACTAACACCCGCCATAGTTATATATGGCATAGCCGCCCGCGCCTGATTTCCATTGGTAAAGCAACCGTAACAACTAAACATTTTCTTGGTATCCATCTTTTACGTGATAAGTATGTCTGTTGTCAAATGTTTAAATAATTTATTTTATTTAGATTAAAGTATTAATCTAAACAAATGTCTTAATAAGTGGTAGTGATTACAATAGGCTTGGTGCTATCAATAGAGAATGTTGATACTTCATTTTGTGCGAAGTAACCTTTCATCGAATTATGGATATCTGCCAAACGTGTTTCATGATAAAGGTGAGTTGTCTGGTTCTTAATTTTCGATGTTGTGCTAATATCAATAGTATGTGTAACAGGTGTAGTAAATTCTCTCCATGTTGTATTAAGCAATGCGGCAAACGAATTCAAATGCACATGATCAACATCATGTTTGTAAATAGCTCTAAATAGAGAAACCAAATCAAACAGTCCATATTCATCCACGATATTCAAAACTTCTTGTGGAAGACCTTTGTTTTTAATCTGTGACAACTTACGCAATTTGGTATTGGATTCACGCGAGATTTTCAATTGAGCATCGACAGCATCTTTCTCCGCAAGCATTGTTACAAGCTTGGCTTCGAGTTCTGCAATTTTGGTCTTGTACGCAGCATTTTCATCACGCAGCTCGGCGCTCTTGTCTTCAACAGGGGCTTTTACAAAGAATCTGGTGCCCTCGATTTGGACAGGCCAACCCTGATTTCCGTCCTTGTTAGTAAAAAGGACGAAATCTTTACGAATTGTGTGCAAAACACCACTGGCAAACCTAATCATACCTTTGCCTTTGTACTTGACAAATGTGCCTATGGAGATTCCAGGGATTGTTGCTTTAACGTATCCATGAGGAACTTCAGTATCGGTTTCAGATTCTACAGGTTGTTCCTTAACAAAGAAGCTGGTACCCTCGATTTGGACAGTCCAACTTTGTGTTCCATCTTCGCTATCAAACACAGCAGAATCCTTACCATAAATCGCACGCAAAACACCGCTGGCAAAGTGAATCATATTTTGAGTTTTGTATTTGACGAATGTGCCCGTGGTAATTCCAGGAACTGTTGCTTTGACGTATCCTTCGGGTGCCGGTGCGGAATTTTCAGCGGGTTTCTCCGTTAGAGGTGCATGTTGTTTCTCAACAAAGAAACGCGTACCTGCTTTTTCCACGGTCCAAGTTGTAGATTTAGGATCTACTTCAGCAGACAACACAATATATGTATCCGTAAAACCATACAAAAAACCTTTACCACGTTGTCCTGCAGATGGGTTGTCATATTTGACATGGTTACCAAGTCCAACAGTTCTCATGTCTTTGTCTTTCACTTCGACATAGCCCACGGGAATTTCGAATTCTGTTTGGGATTCAGTTTTCTTAACGAATAATGTGTTGTCCTTGGTACATACAATTAAACATGGAACCTTGGCTTCAATTGAAGCAGTTAGACTTACCCATCCATCACCATGAGAAACCAAATAACCACCCCTACCGCTACATCCTGATTGTTTGTTTGTGTACTTAATCAATTCACCAACCTTGACGGTGGAAATATCTTTCACCTCGATGTAGTCAGCATCAGCTTCAGTTTTGCTATCAGATGGAACCAAAACACCTGAAGATTCCCATTTAGTACAATGAATGCAATAGGATAACCCTTCCTTGTTAGAATGTGGTGTACTTTTGGGCAAAGTCAACACCTTTGCGCAGGCTTCACAATAGAAGATATTCATTTGTCCTTGCAAAAGACTACTGGTTGAATAGATTTATATGCTCTGCAAGCTTTTTTATTTGCAATTTTTTTTACAAATAAAAAATACTTTAGCAACCCATTGCAATCAAATACGCACGCACATTAGCATAATTTTTTTCAATCGCAATCTGAAAAAGCTGTTGACCATGTTTTTTGAGATCGCAACCATGTTCAACAAGGAATTTCATGACATCAACATGACCATTCTCAGCAGCCAACACAAGAGCAGCATCATCTTGAACTCGAGGAGTAATAGTTTGCCTCATCGAGTCAAATGCAGTCAGACTCCATTCACCATCAAACAAATCTCGGAGCCAGTCGACCCTTCCTGTGCGAACTAGAAACATCAGAAGTCCGACGTGATCATAACCAGCTTCTGCCAGAGATAAAGCAGCAATATTACTACCTCTGCTAATTGCCACATGTAAAGCTCGGTCATTTTCAACTCTTACATTGTATTTCTTTTCGATCATGTGTTCGATAGCAAAGTTATGATCGTATTCTGCAGCTGTCATAAGTGGCAAATTGTTTTGGCATCCAATATCACAGCCTTGTTCAACCAAATACTTGAACATTGTGTCAGTAGTGATATCATGTTTTATGGCTATGATCAAAAGTTCGTCATTGTTGATTCTGGGATTGCAACCTCTGTCAACTAGACACTTAACAGCATCCAATCTACCTTTCATACAGGTCAATCTTAATGCTTCATCATTTTGACATCTGACATTGCATCCACTGTTCACCAAAAAGAAAAAAGCTACCCAATTTTCACTTTCAATAGCTGTCAACAAAAAACGACCATTTTGGTTATTGATATTGCATCCTTTTTCAACCAAATATTCCAAAAGAATTTCGACATTGGAACCAAAATAGTTCATTAATCTGATAATATGGTACATAACCACATCATTTTCAACTCGCGGATTACATCCATTCTCAATAAGAAACTTAATAATTCCAATATCGAGTTCGAAGCCATTATCGCGAGCAACAGCATGTATTAAAGCAGCACTATTTTGAGCCGCAAAATTGTATCCTCGTGTTGCAAATTTTCGCAAAGCATTACAACGACGACGATCAATTGCAGTTTTAATTTTGGCAAGCTGCTGGTCTTCAGATAGATGTGTTGACATTATTTGGTTTGGAAAATCCGACTAATAATCAATTATACAATATTTTACAATGATTATGTAGATGCAATTTTTTGTGAAATCTAAAAAAAATTGAAAAATAAACTGCTAGACGAGTCCTGTAAAACAGTCCAGAAGATTGCCTGGTTGGCCGAGTGGTTTAAGGCGTTCGACTTAAGATCGAATGGTAGTGATACCGCGCGGGTTCGAACCCCGCACCAGGCAAAATTAATAAACATTGAAAATATTTATTAATTTTGCCTGCTAAGGATTTGATAGGTTTTGTTTTTCAAAATCTGGCAAACTCTGTATTAGGCAATTTAATAATTTTCAATTATTAAATTTACTTCTTGATCCATTCCAGAGATCTGAATTTTTTGAATATTTTGATATCATGTTCGGTCTTTGTGTATGTTTTTAACATAGGTATATTGACCTGAGCTTTTCTAAAAGCATTAGCATCCACAAAATCATTAACACTTATTAAATCACACATTTGTTTGAATGCAGTATGCGAATAATCAGTCGAAACCAAGCAATCTACTTTGTAATAGTACTCATTACCATTATCATACGCATCAGCATAAATTTGTTCTAAATCCTGGAATAAGCTAACCAGTGTATCATCTGCTTCAATAAATATTATATCAGCATAACGTTCCCTCATTCTGTGCACTTCAAATATCAACTTCACGTATGATGTTTTCGACATTTTTGTGGATAGTATTTACCGAAAGTACCGTATTTTTTATGTGTCAATTTTTTATCAATATTTTTCAAAAAAATTTTTACAAAAAATATTTAACGGGATTTATGCAATGTGATTTGCTTGCAGAATATATGCTTTAGGGATAATCAAACTATAACCATGTTCATCGATAAGTTGTTGCACATCGTCTGCGATGTCTTCAGGGGTTTGATAGATAATAGCGCGTTGATGTCCAGCATATGGTTTTTCTCTGTCACCACGGGAGAAAAATACTCGTTGTTTATCTTGAACAATGGCTACTCTTTCTTCTGCAGATACTATTTTAACCACATCAGTTGAAATATAATCATATCCAATACCTTTTATGTACATATCCACAATCTGTTCGATTGACAATGGCTTATCCAAATCCAAGTTTTCTTCAATCCAACCTTCATTATCTAATAATTCATGTGTTTGATGGATACATAATTGCAAATAAACTAACAATTTGCCAAAAGTTTTGCTGGGCGCTAAACATCCTAATCCCATCCAATTGCAAAACATCTCAAAGTTTCCACAAGGAGTATCAGCTGTTTGGTATATGTAAATTTTTGATTTGGCATTGTTTTTAATCGATCTAATTTTGCTCAAAATCAAAGGATAGATGTCAATGTCACCATCATCATCTGCCATTGTGATAGTTCTTCCGGAATGTAGTATCCGAACAAAATTAATTTTTTACCTAATTTTCATGATCAATTTTTATTTACAGAGCTTGTCTTCATAAATAAAAAATTGAAATAAAAACTATTAATCTGAATTTTTATTTAAACAATATTATACGGCAACACAATCATAAGATTATGTCAATGTTCAGGAAATCTTACACGCAAGATAAAACTTTGAGTTTTGAAGAATGTTGCGAATATTTTAACAATTTAGAAATACCCAAAAACGAAAATGTTGACATATTCAACGGTGAAGATGTGGAAATATCCAAAGATGAAGATTTGGATCAAATCAAAAGAGAATTTTTGTGGGACAATCCAAAAATTTCTTTGGATGTATTCAAACAATTAGTTCCAGATGTTATATCTTATAATTACAAGTTTGATGCTTATGACAAGTCTTTGACTTTGGAAAAATTGGAATACATTTTAGAAGTGTATCCGGACATTGACCGTACCACATTTGAATATAGAATAACTTTTGAATGCGCTATTTTGAATAGTACTGAAATTAACACCATCACAGAATTATATGATAGCATATTGTTGTACTATGGCGAATATTTTACAGAAATTTCTGTATGTTTCCACAAATATTTAGTTGGTGAGCTCGGGCCTAAATTAGCACAACATCAGTTGGATAACCTTGTTTCAATTTTGGTAACAAAAATTGCAGGTCCAGGGAAAATTATAAAAAGAGCCTTAGAAAAAAAATGTGCACCTACATATATCAAACAACTTCTTGAAATTTTTATTTTAAACAACGTGACCACCGAAACTATCACTGACATATGCAAAAAAAATTTTGATGAAATACAAGAATCATCACAATTATTCAAAGTATTTTCGGAATATATTGATGTCAATATTTTGATCCAAGAGTTGGTCAAAAAAATACCAAAAGAATTGCAAGATACATTAATTATTTGTTTGGAAAATGGTGCTGATCTTTTGTCATTATTGAAAACAAAACGGCAATAGTAAAGTATCATTTTTATTATCAAAACTTGGCTTTGGTAATAAAAATTGATCTCTGAAACCTTTGACAACAACTATCATTTGTATAATAATATGCGACCATTCTGCAAGTTTCATTATGGATGCTCAAGATAAAACTTTAACTTTCGAAAAATGTTGTAAATATTTTAACGATGAGACTATTTTAGATGAAGATCTGGATCAAATCAAGAGAGATTTTCTAAAAAATAATCCAACAATTTCACTTGATGTATTCAAACAATTAGTTCCGTATGTTATAGATTATGATTACAAGTTTGTCAATTATGACAGGACTTTAACTTTAGAAAAATTACAATACATTTTGGAAACATATCCTGAAATTGATAGATCTACTGAAAAATATAGAATTACGTTTGAATTTTCTGTGTTCAATAGCGAAAAAATTAACAGCACAATAGAATTGTTTGAAAGTATTGTGTTACATTTTAGTCAACATTTTAAAGATATTGGTGTAAAATTTCATAGATTTGTAATCAGTGAATTTGGTCCCAAATTAACACAATATCAATTAGATGAAATTATCTCCGTTTTGGCAACTAAAATTGTCACTCCTGAGAAAATTCTAAGAAGAGCACTTGAAGAAAAATGTGATCCCGAATACATTAAAAAACTGCTTGAAATTTTAAATTTGAATAACATCAACATTGAAACAATCGCAAAATCGCACTTTAACAAAATATATGAATCTCCGCACTTATTAAAAGTGTTTTCAGAATATATTGACATTAAAATATTAACCAAAGGATTATTAAAAACAATACCCGATCATACAAAAAATGCGCTTATTATTTTTTTAGAATCTGGAGTCGATCTTTTATCCGCTTTGAAAGAATAACAAATGCAAAATCTGAACAATTTTTATTTGACAATGTCATTATCAAATAAAATTATTAATAATCGCTTTCAAAAAAATCTTTAGCTTCATTCTCAGATCGTGTTGTACGTTTCTCATTGGAAATCATTGTTAGTGCTTTAAGTGCGGCTTCTTCTGCAGTTTCTGCTTGTATGGTCCCAAAATTCCTACCAGAATCTTTTATCTTAAAAAACCTAAATTGCAATACGACTTCTTCTTCGGTGTCGGTATTTTCAAGTTTAACGCTAAATGTTAATTTTTTCTTTCTGGGTAGAGAATTTTCGTGTTCATCGTGCGCGGCAGATGCAGCATTTGCTCCATTGATACCTTCATATGTGCCCAATTCACGGCCTTCATATTTCACTAAATATTTTACCATTTCGCCATCATCATCGTCATGTAACATGCCCAATTTGGCAGTGTTCACCATAAAAACCGTGTCTTGCATTTGCTTTTTGAAGACTAATTTATCCATAGAAAATTCTTTTAAAACAATTTTATTTGCAATTTTTGTCCAAAAAATTGCAAACATTAAATGCATAATAATTCTTACATTAAAATTATTATTCGCAATCGTAAACAAAATGTCGGATTTGTTGCAAAGACTAATTGTGGCTTTAAGCAAAAAACTTGACGATAATGCTGATGAAATTATCGAAAATGTTGACGCTGAACTCACTAATATTATTGACAGAGCGACAATTTTGTTAAAAAAAAATCGACCAGAACCTACACCGGATACTGATCTAGAGCAAAATTCAAATGCTGATACCGAATCAGAAGATTCAATAGAATTTCAATATAGACTGGCTCCCGATCATAATTTAAGTTGCGATCCTTTTGACATCCGCACCACATACAAAAGGACAGCACCTTTTATTTCGCATTGGGAACTCGAAGACATGCCACCAACAAAAAAACCATTTACACAAGAACACGACTCGAAGAGACTTGAGAATACCAACGAGCACGTCTCTTTGAGACTTGAGAGTGCTAACGAGCACAGTTCGAAGAACTCTGAGAGTGCTAACGAACACAGGTCTTTGGAACATGATAATGCAAACGAACGTGATATACACGACGTTTTTGTGCATTATACTGAACCTCGTACAACGATGCAATCGAAAAAACCATGGAAATTGGATTTGCTTTACAAATTTTCAATGCTACGTTTCCGCGAATTTTTGATCCAAAAGAAACAAATTGATAATTTTTTTAACGAAATTGCCAATGAACAGGAACTAATTGCAGAATTGAAAAACTTGGCCCCTAACCTTAAGACTTTACTTGCAGAAAATAAACATATTGCGGCATATTTTTTCCGCATACTTGCTTTTTATTTCCCACTTATCAGTACCCGCCTCGAATGGATGAACAAATTCGTGCCTCATATTGGTCTCAATAAGGCTACTGCAGCCAAATTCAAAAAATGGGGCGAATTGTTAGAACGCGGCATTCATCAATGGCTCGGTGGAACAGATTCATATCGGTTTGGTCTTACAACAATTAGCAATTGGTATGATCGAACAATTGATTTTTCTACCGATGCATTTACTGAAATAGAAATTGATGGAATTTCATATACGATTCCTAACACGAATCCTAACACGAATTAATACCAAAATACAAATTAAAGTAGTATATTTTAATTTGCATTGTAGTCAAAAAATTGCATAAATAAAATGAGTGAAAAGAGCATATATTTTTTCTTGGTATTCGTCTAAACATGTCCAATAGTATTCCAACCTGTCAGGAAATCATCGCCACCATCAAAAATGGAACTTTATTGGAATCTTACATAACTAAACTTGTGCGTTTGGCTTCTGATGAAAACTCAACATCTGAACAAATTGAATCAACACTAGGTTTGCCTTCGTACTCAACTCTTGGTGAGGTTGTTTATTATCCGATCTCAATGGCCATTTCTGTTTTTACCGCTGTCAAAAATATGACAGATGCCGAATGGGCAGAAATTGATACCGCGATAAATGCACTCAATACCAAAAAACCATCCTATCCCTTCACTAAACGCGTGGAAGGACATCTATTACCTCGAAGTGCATATGTTTTGCCAATGCTTTTGACAGCCGATATTCACACATTAGAATCACAGTATTTGTTGGAATTTGCATTGTGGGCCCGTTTGTTTTTTGCCAAAGTTCATGAACAACTCCGATGGGATATTTTGAAATTTGCGCAACTTGTAAATGATTTTTACTTCACGGAAGCCGAACACATCAGAACTCCTGCACAAAATGAGTTGGTTTGGTGCCCGTCAACTCAATAATAAAATTGAAAAATATTTCGACGTTATTATTGATCTATTATCTTGCTAATAATGATGTAGCGTATACAGAAATAAAATGGCGCAAAATGCAGGTATAATTGTTTTCAACAGCATTAATGAAACAATTATATTAACAGGAGATGGCAATCCTTTTCCAAAAACTAGTATTACAGCCTTAGAAACTTATCTTGAAACTGCTTGGCGTGGTCTCAAAGAAAATACAGGTTTATCTTGTAATTCCGTTGAATTGTTTGATGTAACTGTTGATGAAACGGATGATCTGCGCAATTTGTCGAGCAGATACTTTGTTGGATATGTTCCAGATCTGAGAAATTGTGTGATTTTAGACCAGGAAGCCGATACTTTTACAAAAATAAAATGGTGGCAAAATGTAGGAGTAGCATTAAATTCAAAAATCCTAACACATTCCGAAAAGCGAACTTTGAAACAAGCTCATGAAATTTGCATTAACACTCTAATTAAACGTCACAGATCAAATAATTAGCAACTTAAAAATATTTTTAAGTTGCTAATCATATTTCAATGACGAAATTTCAATTCTGGAACTGAGTCAAAAATGTCTCAACATTAGCAAAACAAGTTCCTTCGACAGCTTGTTGTGGTTCAACCTTGAATTTCCAGAGGAACCTGACAGCATTGTGACAACCGGCTGAACCAAACTTGTATAAGTCTTCAATTGTAAACCAATGACATGTTTCAAGTAAAATGTCCACAGCATCCATAATTCTTTTTGCAACAAGAACGTTATTACAACAAAGGGCCTTGTTGGCAGCTGATTTGATTGTGAACATTGCCACGTGGTCAAATTCTCCTCGACGTATGTATTCCACAATCAGTGAAAAAATCTTGTTGTGAGCATCTGATGGCAAAGCCTCACGGTAACTGGACCTATCCAACAGGCAAACATCATTTGTCTCATCGTAATGATTCGATTTCTGTGGAACATGAGCTTCCTTCATGGTTGCAACGATCTCAGTTAGTCTGACAAAAGTGCAACTGCAGCAGTCAGATGGTGTTTCCGACTTGTGACCGCACAGAATCTGATGGAGAATCTGGTTATTAATGATCTTCGCGAAACTCTCATAATCACCAGTCAAGATGATTTGCGATAGATTATCTGTACCAGCGGAACAGTTGTCGTGATTAAACGCAGCCATTGATTTGATTTCGCAACAGCAGAGTAATTGATGTACAATAAATAACTTCAGCAATGGTTTCAATTGTGCAATTTTTTTTCATTAAATAACATTGTTTATTTAATGAAAAAGTTATGTTTGTTTTAAAAAATCTTGTGGACATATGTATTGAAAATAAATGCCTTGCTCATGAGCATCATCGGATAACGCAACCATTTCGGATTCGGTCCATGTGTAAGGTATAATGTTTCCTTGTTTTTCACAAATTTGCAATGTTCTTGTTGATGTTATGGTGGACGTGGCATCCACCCAATGCTGGCACAACTCCTGAACTTCTTTCCTAGGGCGATGGTGTCTGTATCTGAATTTGCTCATGTAAATAAATACCGGAACTATCACACGCAAAGTCGTGATCTGAGGTAAAGTTTGGAATTTTTTCAAGAGAGACATTGGTTTTATTTCAACTCCAAACCGTTTGGAGTACCAATGTCCGGATTCCAACGTCAAAGTGCGCAAATGTAGACAGTTTTTCAAAATCTTGAGTTCGCCTCTGCGGCTGCTCCAGTCAATCAAATGCAACACTTGCAAGTTTTTGCAAACGAACCTCTTTAGATATTGTGCTTGGACTGTAAGATTGACGATCGATTGTGAAATTGTTCTAATACTAAGATCAGTTTCGACACCAGCTTCGTAATATGCAAAACGCCCAGTTTTCAGTACGCATAATTGAGGTAAGTGCGGAAGAGTTTCATCAAAGAACTTCTTGCTGATGATTTCCAATTGAATAGAAACCATTCGAGGATATTTTGCAGACAAACATCTTAACATCGATGTAAAAATAACACCATCAGTCTCACATTTGACCTCACCAATATCTGCCCACAAAGTTAAACTCTTGACGTTCGCCCACATAGGGAGGTTTTCGACGAATATCATTAAAGGGTCCAAACCAAATGCATTCGCACCACCAATCCAATGATAAAGCTCTCTGTTGATGTCCAAATGACATCCAAATTGTTGGCAATGCTTTTCAATGCACAACCTTGTTTTTATAGAACCAGTCCTCCATAAAAGAAGCAATTGCCAAGCTGTCATCTTGGCAAGGATGATGGACAAACAGTCGACATCCAAACTATCCATTTTGATTTTCCAAAGAAAAGTACTTATTTTACAGCAAAGTTTGTCAGCAGTTTTACGGTCGCAATTTTTTATCAAAAAAAATTGAAATAAGAATTCACTAGATAAGCCATATAATACAAATTGCTTCTACTCTCTCTTATCGAGATGACGAATAAACCAATTTCATTAGAATCTGCATTTGAAACTTTGTGTGCCAATGGCACAACCAAAGCAAGTTGGCAGGGTATGGTCAATCCGACAGGTCGCCAAGTTCTAGATGCTCTACTGAATGCTGGATCGGTTTCAACCTGCACATATGTAGCGACATCACTTCACAAACGTTTTCGCCACATTTTCCATCATCTGTGTGGAATGGATTTGGATAGTGTTGTCAAAATGTTCACTCGTGCCAGGCATTACAATTTTGCTGTTTTCCTTGGCAGAACTGTTGCTTCTAAACATAGAGCCGACAAGGAAAAAATGAATCAAGTTGGACAACACTTGGTTCAAATTTTGGACAAAGTTCATGGTAACAACCAAAATATCATTCGTGCATATGGTGTCATTTTTGGTTTGCGCGATAAAATTGTTGGAAATCCAGATCGCAGTGACTCAAATTATTCTGCTCATGATTTTTTTTGTGACATTGACACTGCTGATTATGTTGACAGCATTATCCACAAAGCCATCAGATCCGTTGAATACATTGACGGTCGAACGGATGTGAGACCCTCGGAGAAAGTTGTTCCAACTTACGATGACAGTTCAATGGATGTCACTCAAATATGTGATCCAGTTCCCAAAACTGTCATACGAACGGTTGAGATCATTGCTCCTACACCAAAAAGGATCCCACCACCTCCACCCCCACCAAAAAAAATGATTTCAATCCCGTCTGATGTGCCGACTTCACAACCGAGAAAGATCCCACCTCCGCCACCACCACCAAGAAAGGTAGTTGCGCCAATCACAACTGAAATTGTACAAACCCTGAGTGTTCCACCTGTTCTACCTCAAGACTTGCGCGGAACGATCACTATTATCAGAGATCCAGATTTGGTTGAAGATCCAACCTTCAACCACAAAACATCAGAAAGAATTACTGCAGTTCTTGATGATCTGCCTCCAGTGGATCGTTCCGGAGCAAAGAGACAACTAGATCGCACTCTAGATGGCTCTGAAGAAGAGCCTGACTTTACCGAGCCCAAACGTAAATGTTTATCAGCATTGGTAACTGATGAAAACTAAATTGAATCATAAATTACGATTTAATTTAGTTATGTGATTCTATTTTTCTAGTTAGTATCAGATTTTGGTAATTTGGTCTGCTACCAAAATAATATTCAATCCTGGCAGAAAAAGTGTTCACCGTAAGATTATAACAATATGTTTCAAGTTTTTCTTTTTCATAATGACAGAAACAAATTTTATCGCCAGATGAGTTTGTATCGCACACACAATATTTAACAGCAAATGGTATTGTCCATTGTTGAGTGCATTTATGATATTTATCGATGGCAATATCCAAACGTAAATGTTTTAATTTGGATTTCTGTGGATAAAATATTCTCGCACAGCAAGACACAATTGTTGTGTAGAATGTTAATTTTGGAGAAAAGCATTTGCTATTTTTCATGTAATAATTAACAATTTTTGTTTTTCTATTATCAACATTGTGTCCATAATCAGTACGTGCTGTATAAGAATCCAAATACAGTCGTTCTAACGCAGGCAAAGAATTTTTAGTTAAAACTAATATTGAAGACAATGTTCTCCATTCGCACATCAGAGTAACGACGTTTGGCAAGTTCAAATTACATTTTAACTTTCTGCTCAAAACTAAATATTTTAAACTCGATGGTAAATCACATTCAATAGCAACACTGGTATCGTGAGTAATAACAGTTGCTTTTGTAGTATCAAATAAGGACCTATTTATTATAATTTGTTCTTGTTCACAAGTAAATAAATTTAACAATTTAACACGTTTTTCAATAAGTATTTCTAAAGTTGGTGGCAGACTTTTGATCACATTAGGACAGCCAGTGCGATCGAAACTTAAACATTTTAATCCAGAAGGCAAAACAAAATTATCATATTCGAGAAGTTGTGAAACATAAAAATTCACATCGTACATTATCCAATTTTGAATACCAAATATTTTTAATGACTCAGGTAAAATGATAGGTTCATTGTCAGATCCAAAAAATAAATATTTGCATAGTTCTATTGTTAAAATTTTTAGATTTGTTAAACATATTTTTCCACAAAGTTCAAATTTGGAAACATGTAAATTTTCCAAATTTGGAGGCAGTATGCTCAAATCTAAATGTTGAATTCGATGCTTATTTATTGTGAGATTACTATCAAAAACCATCACCGTTATGTTAGAAAATGTTGAGTTAAAATTATTCTGATCTGGTAATTTAATGTAATCTGTTATCATTTCAAATTTTGTAACAGATTCGAATGTGATACCACTGGTCAAAAGTTTATTCAATGTGGTTGATTTGAAAAGTTTTAACGTGGATAAATTATGACGTTCAATGACAAAATCATCAGCTGCGCATGCCAAATGTTCTAAATTTTCAGGTATCGGGTAAAATAATTCTTCGTCATCTTCTTCGTTGATGTACTTTCTCCATAAAAAACATGTTCCACTTTTAAAAAAACGTGTTGCTTGTTCATACCAAATTAAATGATGAAATTTATAAAATTCATACACATCACAAAAATTTTTCTGAAAAACATTGGTTATTTGTCTGGATTCTAATTTAGATCGAAAAATTTTACATGTAGCAGACAAGTTTAATAAACCTCTCAGTTTCAAATATGGATACTTTACTGATAATATACTAAAGAACACACAATGTTGCAGATCTTTTAGATTAAGTCTGGTTTCATTAGACATTCGTATGTTTAGAAAATAAGTAATCTAGATTAACTGAGTGTAATCTAGATTAACGGCATACAATCATTAAACGAGTATTTTTGATGCACAATTTTTATTTGCCTTTGCAAATAAAAAGGATAATTCAATAAAGTTTATCTTTATCGAATTTCAATTTTTATTTGTGAAGACAAATAAAAAGGATAATTTTGTTATTGTTTCAATGACTAAATTTCAATTTTTATTTGTCTTCACAAATAAAAATTGCACACAGAAATTTTCACAAAATCTATCTTCCAGACAAAATCTATTTTCCAAAATGGAATCTATTTGTGCTTCTGTTACCAATGGTGTTGCTAGTACTACAGATGTGCTGTTTTTGGAGTTAACTTCCTTTCGACAAAGTGGAACACCTGAAGTTGAAATTAAGGATTTATTCAAGAACATTGCTTTTGTAGCAAACCCATCCGATCATTTGCAAGAAGATATTGACACATATATTGATGCTTTGGTTACAAAATACGCCACCCGCAATTATGAAAGAAAAATTCCAGTTGAACAATTCGAACAATCTCTTAAAAAGGTTGTATTAACCGATGTTAACTATTTGTATTGTGTGATTACTTATCCGCTCAATAACGAAGCTGTTTTAAGATTCGCGATCCCAGATAATACCATCTTGAATGTTGCAACTATTCTTTACTTGTATACATATGCTTACCAAAAAGTTTACAAGATCGAAGAACAAGATCTCAATACTCCAGTTGGAACTGTGGCTCCGTCTATGTTAAATCGCGCTCAAAGTAATGGCATGTATGGCATCTGGGGTCACAATATCACCGATCTCGTTTACAATGGTTTTGGTAAAGTTTATCAATATACCGAGAAGAATTGTGCAGTTTGCATTTTGAGCTGTGATTCCTAAAAAATTAAATTGCAATTCAATTACAATTTAATTTTCCAAAAAAATTGCGACAATAAAAATATTCGTTGTATTTTATAAAATTTGTTATTATCCGAACAAATGCAAAATGGCAGGTTTGTCACATCAATCTCATGATGCGATCATTTTAGTCTTGAGATTTGTACCATTTACCGACCAGATCACTATGTGGCAAACTGGAGATAAAACATGGCATCGACTTTACAAGGTGTGTGTGCAGAAATCTCCAACAACACTGATTTTTGACCGAAATTTCTGCGATAAGATGTTATCTTGCTATATGGATCCTTGTTTCAAAATTGAACAAAAACCCAAGAGTTATGCATTTCCAGGAAGCGCCTTTGCAAAAATTCCTGAATGGATTCGTTTTAACACATTCATTTGCTACAAAACTGATTTTGCAACTTTGAAAACTGCAACGTGCAATTATGGATACCGTATTCCATACATATCCACATGGCTCACATCCTGTGATAAATTTAAAAATTGTATTGGAGACTTATGTGATGTTCTTTTGCGATCTAAATCAACATTATCTAGTGTTTACACTGATGTATCCACATACTGGATGTTTGAACTGCTCCAAAGGAAAGATGATAATGGTCGTAAAATCTTCGCCGTGATGTCCGATTTTCAATGCGAACATTATGATAATTGCGATTGTTATCGTACAAGTATGAGATTGCCATATTCTGGTTTGTTTGTGATGGGTATTGGTCATTTTAAAAAGAAACCAGATTTTTTGATTGCAGATGCCGAAACAGTAACTACCATCAGAATGAGTAACTGCACAATTGATTCAATTCTGAATGACACATTTATCAGCAAGATCATAACATTTATTAGAGAGTCTGTCCCAAATTTAGAATCTATCGAAATTACGATTGATACAGGACACAATACCAAACCAAATACTTTCAATGAGCATGTCAAATCGGCACAAAAGCTGCAATCAAAAAACATATTGGTTAAGGCGCAAAATTTGCAAAAAACAAATTATCTTACCGGAACAAATTTTATTGATGTAACGATTCCTAAACTTGTGAAAATGTTTTCCGAATTGGGTTTCGGTTTTGGCTTTTGTCAAGGTTAAACCAAAAAATTGCAAAATACAATACTTACAGTATGCAATGTTTACAAACTAACTTAGTTAACACTGCGAATACTTTGTTAAAAATGTATTCATGCAAGAAGTGCAATGGAATGTATGGGTATAATTCAGATGAATTTTTAATTTATTGGAATTTGGGTTGGAAATCATCTGATGGACGTGATTATTATTCTGGGGTAAGAACAATCGACATAACAGATTCACATGATGAATGCGAAAAACAATGCATTGAAGATCCTTTTCTGGCACAAGTAGTTTTGGAACACAATGATTATTGTTCGCGAACTAAGTCCAAAGAAAGCAAAAATCAATTAAGACCATTAGACAAGCATTTTTTGGTGAAGATGCCACATTTCAGTTTAGGATTGTTATCACCTGAAACCATGATTGAATATTCAAAATTGGATTGTGATTGGCAAAAACATGCCGCATACATCATAAAATACATTGTAAATTATTTGCCACCGAACGATATTATGCCAAAATTGGAAATTCTCCACAACTATTTTAATATCGATTGTAAAGATTATAACATAAATTTTATTTTACGTAACACACAATTTGATGGTGTGTCTACATTAGCAGAAAAAGTAGAACATGTGATATTTTATGGTATGAAATTCAGTATTGGAAACATAGACATAGATGTTATTGCTAAATTAGATAATGATGTAATTGAACAGTTAATTAATAATGGTTTGAATATTATAGAAATGATAGAACAGCAGCCTATTGGTTTTATGAGATTGTCTGATAATCTAACCAAAAACATAATGAATTATGTCGATGATGTCGAACGTGTAACTAAATGTATTTTATCTCGATATGATGGTTTATTCAGGCAATTAAAAAATCTAGCACTAAATTACAATTCAGATATTATTGGAATCTTGTCGAATGGTTCAGATGAATAATTTTTATTTAGCAAAACTTTCCTAAATAAAAATTGCAAAGATTATTAGCTTGTATCACTTAATCTAAAATTTGGATTATTGAGTCTCTCAATGGCAGATCTAATTGCTCAGTTATCCGAACTGGAAAATAAGGCTATTTTCTATGCCAAAAGTGTGGCTGCCTTAGCTGAAATTGGTGATTTGGACACAATCAAAAAGTACCATGCTATTGACACATCATTAGATTTTAGTGATTGTTTGGCTTTGAGATTGGCTATCAAAAATAGGCATTACAAAGTTGCTCATTATATTTTGCACCATGCAGATTACAACAAATGTTGGTCACAAGCTTTGATGGAAATCTCGGCAAGATGCGCAACCAAATTTGATGCTGCAGATTATGATTTTGCCAGACATTTGTTCAAACATCAACCAAACATCGCCGTTATTGTTGTGGATCGTGGATTAAAATCCAAATATTATGATTACACTAGATACCACGTCAAATCAAACGACGATTATCTAGCTGGAATCTGTGCTTTCATCAAGAATTCAACTTCACGCCTGATGGAAAAGCTTTGTTTTGAGTTGATCACAGCAAAGATTCCATCAACAAAGAAACACAGATGCACTTACCTAACAACTATCATCCAAAATTTGTTTGATAACGGGAGATTGGAGTTGTTGGCAAATTTTATTGATGCTCTACCTGACAAAATTCTAGATGCTACCATACACAAGTCTGTTCTTGATGATGAGAAGGGCGTCTTTGTTGCAACTTTCAATCTTGAAAATGTCGTCCACGTCAACCGACTTACAAAATTGTTTGGTCACATCAAGTGGTATAGTTCCACGAAGCCTATTGTGCAAGCAAATAATCTGGAACTTTTCATGAAATTGGTTTCAACTGATGCCCGTCCACGAATTCTGACTTATGCATGGGGTTTAGCCAAGGACATGTCCAAACAAATGTTTGAACTATGGCATCAGTTGGGTTTGGATATGTCAACATTAAACACCATTCACCTTTGCAACAACTTTAGTTTTGAGTATGTGTATGATTTCTATTTGACTGCGTCCGAAATCGATACAATCGACCTAACTTTTCTGTACTATGCTGCGATTGCTTTCGGAAGACTTGATGTTTTACCATCAAACTTCAATGCCAAAAAGATTGGCACAGCATTCATTGTGCGACTGTTCAAAACACCACATGTGCACTGTATTGAATATTTAGAATCACATGGAAAAAGATTCAATTTCAAAAACCATGACCTTTGCTATTTGCGACTACAAGATTTTCACCCCGACATGCAAGACTATTTTGGCAAAAATCCTTCATTTAGTCACATCGAAGATCGTAAAATTTATCTGCAGTCAACAATTCCAGTAAAAGCTAAAATTGAAGCTGCACCTGTGCCTCTGGTTTTGGACATCGAAATCAGCCAAGTTGACCTTGATCCTCAACCAATTGTTGAAGCTTATGTTGAGCTCTTGAAGCAACAATCCTTTGCTAAAAAACTTGCCAAAGCCAAAAGTGAAATTTATGGCAGCGAATACTTTTACGCTTTCACTATTAAAGATTTGTACATCAAATCTAAGGACTTGGCACTTACTGTTGTGCGTGATATGCCCGTCGATTTTGTGCACAAGCATTTGGATGAGATCACAGAACTTGTCGATAGCAAAGAATTTTGTAATGTAGTGCTCGAACTTCTACTTAGATCCAACGTCGAAAGACCAACTATGCATGTGCTGAATGGCAGCATCGCAAATGGCAATATGCAACTTGCTCAAGAAATTGTTAAAACGGAATTTGATGGTATATTCCCACATGACATGGTATCAGATCTATTTTGGTATGGAGTCAGGCATCTCAGCTCCGCAATGATAAATTGGGCATACAAGTGGGGTTTTAAACACGAGATGAAAGTTACTGGAGATGAAACAGCAGACAAACGCGAGCGCCGTTCTTATGGTACATCAATTCGCTATATGAAATTGGACCACAGAACTGATCTTAAATTGTTCAAGTCTGTAATCAAAGCAGCGAACTTTCCAAATCGCGATGATCTACTTAAAATTGTTGCCAGGGTTGCCGCTAATTGTGCTAACGGAAAAATCTTAGAATATATCAACAACAAAATTGGTTTAGATTTGGCGGATATCTGCTATCTAAATGATGAGGAGATGTGTTATGATCTCACATCAGTCAAACTAATGATCAAACACAAGATCAAATTGTCTGAGGGTATCGACGTCAGGCATTTGAGTGCATACGGAGATGTGCCACTTGAACATGCGAAATTACTTATGCAGTTGATGGAACAATCTGATCTTTATGTTTATGAGTATTCCCACATTCTTGCATCAAGATATGTTCAAACAGCAAACATCGAAGGTGTTGCGTATTTGTCGGATTTGGATTTTGATTTCGATGAGTTTTTCAATTCTAGAGCCACGATTTATACCGGGGGTTTTGCTGATGAGTGTTTCAGTGTTGGATCCAGTCAAACTTTTTATTCTTTGTGCACGTCCGAACACAAACGTGCGATCGAACTACTGGAATATTTCATTGTAACACTCAAACAAGAAACTTTGGCCATGCTCGCACGCAATGCAGATGATGTAAACGCTGCCCTACTCGTGCATCTCAGATCGCCAACAGGGTTCACATGCAAGGACTTCTTGGAAAAGAACATCATTACCCCAGACCCAACAAATCCTGAAATGGTTGCAGCTTACAGAGAAGCTGAACGTAACGCTTGGAGACAAGCTGCACGATATCATCCAGGCAATATTGATATGGTTCCAATTTTATCCAGAGCTAAGGACCACTTTGAGAATAACAAATAAATAATTATAAAACTGATTATTTATTTTCTAAAAAAATTGCACAACTCAACACACTGTGAGATATTACACAATATTCAACATTAGTCTACATTCCACACAATGTCTGCTGAATTGTACAACGGATGCCTGCACAAATGCGCATTTGACAACAAAATATATATTGGGGATTGCCTGTACCTATGCGAAGACATTTATGAGATGTTAGCTACAGCAGTAAAGAACGCCACGACACCAACCGCAACCCCTGCTCCAACTAGCACTTTGGAAGGGAACTGGAATTGGAATTCCCCTTTATTTTGGATCATGTTGGCCTATATGGTGATATCCGTACCGCTTGCAGTATGGTGTTCTCGTTGGGTTGCAAATGACCCTGAGCAGAAATCCAAACCCAAACCTGAAGCCAAGCCCAAAACCAAACCAACTCTCGACGAAATCCTCAAAGGAACTGCCAAATATGAACTACCAAACAATGGCGAAAAATACGATTTGATTACGCTTGTTGATATGTTCATGTCAATTTACAACAGAGATGACAAAAAAATTGTTGACCAAAATCTGATTCAGCAAATCGCAATCGGTTTGGCTCTGTGCCGAGATCAAGAAATCATTAGTGCTGTAAATGCTAAGATAAGATGCGAATTTGTATTTTTCTATCACCCCGACAAAGATATTTTGCCTGTACTCTTGGAGGAAGATCAAGCGATGATCTACCAAGGTGCTCTGTATGACAAGCTCAAAGATTACAACACTTTTTACAGATTGTTGAGTTATCTTATCAGAAATCGCAGATACAAATTGGCAGCAAAACTCGTCCGTTATACGCGTGATTCTTGGTCAAGCTATGAGCAACACAAGCTGAGATTGATGTCTCCTAAAGAACCTTCTGATGAAATTAGACAGTGTTACATTGCTCTCGGCAAAAGGTTTAATCTAGATTTCATCAGAGAATATCCATTGGATTTGGATTTTGAATTGCAGACTGAGCCAAGCTCGGGCTCGGGCTCGGGCTCGGGCTCGGGTTCGGATCGTGAAGAATCAACTCAACAGTAAAAATCAATTTGTTTTCGTTAAATTTTTAACAAAAACAAATTTTATTTGGTCTTAGATTGAAGTTCAGCAATAATGCGTTCCTTTTCACTTAGTTCCAACTTAAGCATTTCCATTTGGTTTGCATAGAATTTGATTGCAGTATTCGCAATGATAAGATTTGAAGAATTCATAAACATCTTCATATTGTGTGTATTGTCGTAAAACATAAGTGTTTCAATTACAGGTTGCAATGTTGCAGGAGCACTATATCCATAATATTTTATGATATATTGCAAAAGTGTTTGATTCGGGAGCGTTTGTATGTCCTCATCAAAATCTTCTCCGTCGTCTTCTATATCATCATCTTTGGCATCAGCATTTGTGTGTTCTTCGAAGATGTTAATTAAACCACTTGTTATCAATCTAATCAAAACATTGAAATAACTGGAATCAACAATTTGCGATCTAATTTTTGTTGCAACCCATGCTTTCAATTTGTCGATTGAGAGCATGTCTGAAAATGTTTTGTCGGAAAGTCTTGAATGTTTTGAATTCATAAATTTGTCAAAGTATTTCTGGTCCAAAATATTGACAAATTTTGCCACAATATCATTTGACGAAAAATTGTCCAGGAAAATTAATTTGGATAGATTTTTTGCGCAGGTATTAGCGATGAATTTTCCTACTTCTTCATTTGGCTGACTTACGAATAGTTCTTCAATGGCTTGTGCCATTGGATCGGTGGTCTTTTTTGCAGTCTTACTCATGATTGCTAAGGCTTCGTTTGGAGAACAGCTGATTTATTATGTAACAGTATACCATAAGATGGTTTATTTTGCAATTTTTATTACAAAAAATTGCAAACCAAATCTATTATGCATGCCAAAATAATATATTATAAATATTCTACTTTGCAGATGAATCTAAATTTGTGGGCAGAACACCTATCCGATCCGAAAAAATGTTTGGCTTTGTTCAACACTTATCTTGCGTCAAATCAATACAAAGATGAAATTCGGCAAATGATCCAACAAGGTTTTTGTCCGGATTTGAGTGGTACAGATGACAAAATAATACAAACAGTAAAGAATCTTGTTTGTATTTTTAATGAAGAATGTTTGGAATGGTGTAATCAATTAAATTTATCCCCAGTTACAGTATCAGAAATGATGACACAGAAAAACCCCGTACAAACTACATATCAAAAAATACAAGAAATAATACGAGGAAATTACGATGGCATAACAGTCAAAACATTAGTCGAACTTACTGGTAATTCATGGCTTGGCATTGAAGAGGAAAAGAATTTCATGAACCAATTTTCAAAAATTTTATGCGATCTCGGTGTTAGTGAATCCGAATTTTTGGACGAATTATGGAACATTGATTCCCACGGTGTTTCTCTGAATTCTTTGAGCGATAAATGCATACAATATTGTTTAGAATCAGATGCGCCAATAGATTCTCACATTGATAAATTTATGAGCATATATGGGCCACGAATGTGTCATCATTTTGCTGATGGATATCTTACATATGAATCCAATGATTGGGATTTTTTCCGATGTTTATTAAAACATGTGCGAGAATACATTGATATTCAAAAGGTATTTGAACTATTTTTGGACGAAAACATTGAACCATTTGAAAATGAAGATACTGTGGACATCTTATGGGTTTTTATTACAAATGGTTTAGATGTTACAATACCACACATTAATGATTATATTTATAATATGATGCATAAATCATATCCAAGTTTTGCTATTTCGTTAGATCACGGCCATGCTGAAACGTTATTCAAAGCGCTGATCAATGGATCTGTTGGTGACAGAAAATATGAATTTTTTAATTTTGTTTTACAATGGATGGAATATTCCCTTGAACCTTATGAAAGTGAAATTCCATCTTGGTTAGCAGATCTTGAAATTGATTTTGTTGATGTGACCAAAAAATATTTGGACGGTGAGATTAAATCCAATCAACACACAATGTTATGCTACATTTTCCCACTGGTCAGTTTAGTCAATAATCCATAAAAAATTAGTTACTGATTTACAATCAATAACTAATTTTTCAATCATCTTCTTGCTTTAGAATTAGCTTTTGTAACATAAGACTTGGGAATTTTTCAGTACATTGTTTTTTGAAATTTTTACTGAACAATCCGATCAATAAATTCAAACTCGGTGGCAAAAGTGGAAATACTTTTGCAGAAAATGTATAATTTAACATCAAACATTTCAACGTTTTTGGCAAAACACCAACACAATGACGGTCGAAGACCCTCAGAGGAAAAATCGACTTTTGGAGATTTTGACGATGACGATCGATTTCGGTATCCAAGTATTTGAAAATTTCCAAATTTGGAGGCAATAGCGCCAAGCATTTTCTATGTTTTATCGCATTACGCTCAACATAAACACGATCAACGATCAGCACACGTAAAGCTCTTGGTAGGTGTACAAATGATTCGACACTTCCTAAGGCTTTGCATTCAAGGTGCGTTAAAGTATGTGGCAACAATTTTACAGAACTATCATAAATACACAATTCAAATTTTGTGATGATTGTTGTCAAATATGTATTACGAACACTGGGCCCAATGTCAAATCTTGAGTATTCACCGATCTTTAACACACGCAGCGTTTTTGGTAAAATTGTATCCGTGTAAGTTGGGTAAGTTAAATATAGAGATGTAACTGATTTTGGTAGGTTAGTGTAATTGTGTGTCCAAACATTCCATTTTAATGTCAAAGTCATCAAGTTTTGTGGAAACAATTTCAATTTTTATTTATGAAGCTTGTCTTCGTAAATAAAAAGGATAATTCAGTAAAATTTATCTTTGCTGAATTTCAAATATTCCGCTTCGAATTTACCATCATTAATATCACCTAATGCAAGTTCTGTTAATGTTTTTGGCAAGTACTCAATATTTTCCCACCTGGTAGTGCCACCAATTTTAAGAATTCGCAAATCAGGTAGCGCTTTTAGGAAATTAACATTTGCATTGAAATTTGGCAGAACTAATCTTGTCAAGCCTCGTGGCAAATCTTTTGCTAAAGGTAATGGTTTAGTTTTGATATCGGATGTGATCACTAATTCGGTTAAACCTCGCGGCAAAAACAAAAAATCTTTAATTGTGCGACTTTGTCGACCATTTATTGTTAAACTTTTCAGACTGGGACACAGATCAACTTTTACTGGTGTCCTTAAAGACTGAATCTGTAAAGCATTTTTGCACAATAACATAGTCCATTTCAAGTCTGATCCGCCATAAATGCGCACATTTTTGATATTGTGTACAACTGCCGAAATTATCTTTCGATTGAAACTTTGCAACAATATTTTGACCTCGACATCTGACAAATACCTGGTGAGAATTTGATCCCAAATATCGGAAGGGAATTCAGATAAATTCATCAAGGTCGGGATAGCATATGTTTAACAAGTATACATCCAAATAATTTATTTTTGCAATTTTTTGTAGAAATAAATTACTTGGCGATCTTGTTCAACCAACCCAAATTCTTGAACTTGACCTTATTTTTTGGGAGTAAAGCAATTTTTGTTATCCGCGTTTCATAATCAAGTCGAGCTGCATCTTGCGAGTTAAATGTTTTCAGCTGACCAATCAATTCAACCAACCATTCATCAACAACAATTTTAATTTTGCTCGACATATGTATTCTTGAACATAGGTGGAAAATAGGATCAAACATAATATTGGCTGTTAATGTGTAGGTCTTGTGTGCCAGCAGGTAAATTTCGCTGACCGATCTGATAGACCTGAGGATCGACCCAAAGAAAACAGTACTCTCAAATTCTGTTTCAATAGAAGTTGGAGCAGTCCGCATTAATTGCAAATACAGTACATCCAACGTCAAAGTTCTTGGTTCGGCTTCCAAATCCAAATCCAAAATGGTCAAACTTGAAAGCTTTGAAGGGAGTTTGTCCAAGCGATAGGTTGCACCAATATTTGTACTCAGCGATTGCAAATGTAAATTCTGTAGATTTTCACACTTGATAACACAATCAATGTCATATTGGATACCAATGCTAACCTTCAATTTTGTGAGGTTTGGTATTAAATGCAATCTTTGCAACAGCTGAGTTGAAATATGCTTTTCCTGGCGAGCATCAACCAAAGTCAGATCTGTCAGAACATTAGCGCTTTTTAGAGCTGCATCGTACAAGTTTTCCGATAGTAGTTCAGGTTTGCCTAAAACAAAACAATCCCACAACGTCAGTGTTTCAGTGGTAGACGTAAAAACCAAATTGAATATTTTAGCCGCCATTCCAATTCGTGACAAGTGTGTCACTCTCGATTTGACCTTTGCGAGAAAATCTGTAACATTTTCAACAGTTCCACCAGCCAATCTTATTTCATTTAAGGTAATGGGTTTCAACGCGATTGTTTTGTTTGTTGTCAATTTAACTTGATCTAAAACCAACCCACCCAGATTGTGAAAACTATTGATGATATCAGCTGATAATGTAACTTTCTCAAAAGTCAAAGTTGCACCATCATAAGAAACATTTCGCGATTTTGTTGCATCCAAAAATGGTGGCAACAACAATTCCGTAATCGTGGCTTGACCGGAAAATCTTGCCAATGATAACCTGTGGTCAATTCTGGGATCCAGTTCCTTAAAATTCTTGTTGATGCGAACATTTGAATATTTTGCCGCCAACAAATGTCTAATACATTTAGCCTCCAAAACTTCCAATTTGACATTTTCAAAGAACTTAATCCACGGACCCAAAGTTAAATCTTTGTTCGCAATTACGAACTCCAAACGAAATCCAGAATTTTTACACAAAGTAGCATGTTTGCAAAATAGATTTGCAATGCTCTTGCTTGTAGCTAAAAATACCAATAGCTGGTCAAAATTGATTGATTTGTAGAATAGTCGTAACACGCTTGGATTCAATGGTAGGCTTTCAAATAAGCCGGGACTTGATTGAAAATGAAGTTGTGTTTGTTTTCGGTTTTTGTACTTGGTTTTAAGACTAAAGTTTTTGTTTCCGGAACTCATTTTGTCAATAGCAACTGAATAAATATTTTATTTAATGGCTATTTGATGGAGTTCTAATCTGCAATTATTTTGCATCAAGTTTGTCTGTAATATATTTTGGGATAACACGGAGTCGACTGTTTAACGTATTTTTTAATTTTGATAAAAATAGTTCGCGATTTGTCCAATTATAATCCATAAACCAGTCGAATTTTTCTGTGGTTACAGAATCTGTTTCGCATTCCCTAGCGTCAATCGACATTTGCCAAACAACACTATCCACATGCTGATCTAAAACCAACCCAAGATCAACTAAAAAAGCAATTACATTTGTTGTTATTTTCGAACATGCTCCCGAAACATCAACACCTGCTACAACATCAAAACCAATTTCGTGTAAATATTTGATTACATCAAATGTATCATCGCCGGCATAACAACAATATTTGAGAATTTTAGAATCAGATACATCCAATGGATACTTTTTACAAAAATGCAAAATTAAGTTACTGGAAAATACATCTCTGGTATAAAGTGGACCTGCTCCGTAATTTTCTTTTAGCATTGCGTAAATTAAATAGTTTGCAGACATATAGTTGTTTTCAATAAACATCGTAAATATTTCCACAATCTCATTTTGATCACAACGTGTATATCCAAACGAACCTACTAAATAACCATAATCATTTGCATCGGGTTTTTCTTCAAAGTATTCCAAGGCAAATTTAACAACAACAGCTTTGTTTTTATCCACACTTTTAATAATTATTTCCAACAATTGTCTGGGACAAAAATATTCAATGCTGACATTATCATCTTTTGAATTTTCATTGAGATTCTTGTCAGAAAATATCGTGGGTGAAAACAATTGCATCGCCATTATGGAATTTTCCCAATTGGACGTTTTGCAAGCATAAGATAAATCAGCTAAATTCAATTTTCCTCCGGCATTAATGAATTCTTGAATTACATCAATGTGTTCCCATATGTGCTCATTTCTAAAAGATAACATTCTCAAATCCAGATTATTTTCAAATGCCCATGTTACATCCAGAGGACGACGACAAACAATAGCACCATGATAACTAGATGGTAGATCAGACATTTGCACACTCACGAATAAATTAATTATTAATGTTTATTTTTATGAACATTAATATTTGCAACTTTTTACATAATAGTGATGTCCATTTCGGAATTTTAATAGAAGCTCGAGCTTCTATTAAAATAACTAATTGCGACCCGAGTAAGACTCGATATGCAATTCGGAAAGTTTGTCAATTATCTTTTTTGGAATCGACGATACACCGCGAAGTGCGATTATAACGTTTATTGCGCGCGAAATTTCGTCTTTAGTTGTGTGAAACCCAGAATTAAGATGCCAATAAAAGCAATTCCAAGAATTGACAATTTCCGTTTCTCTTCTAATATTAACTAATTCACATGTCATATGCTCAAAAATAACTTTTGTACGTTCACTAAAATCTAAGCCAATGTCTGCAAAAAAATCTAATGTTCTAGTATCCAAAGTATTGACAATCATGTAAGTTGCTTGTTCATAATTTTCAAAATCAAAACCTAAATCATAAAAATAACGAATTATTTCATAGGGTCGGGTCGCAGCCCATCGCATCAAATTGTTGTCCGGTATATCCAATGTTAAACTTTTGCAAATATTTAAAATGCAATCTGTATCATAAAATTTGGCATGACCATGAAAAAAAATCTCTATCAATAATTTATTGCCCGTAATAAGCCCTCTTTCCACTAATTTTAACAACATATGTAGGCTTCCTTCACAAGCTCTGATGAATTTTTTAAGATAAGTGATCTCCAAAACAAAATGATCAAAAACAAAGTCCATAATTTCCACTGCTTGATTTAAATTAACAATCGCAGTCAAAAACGAATCTATATCGTCTGTTGCTTTGCTTTCGATGAAAATATTTGGTGGAAACAATTGCAAAATAGAAATTATATCAGCACATGTGTCCGCATTTCGCATAAAATTAAACAAATCATTTATGTCCAACTTTCCACCTGCATCAACAAAATCACGAACCAAACTTGAATGTTTCCAAATACCAGGACCCAATTTCACCATTCTCAAATCCAAACCCTGTAATAAAACATAATCCAAATCTTCGCGATTTTCGCATGGCAGACAATGATAAAATTTTATTGGAAGCTCCATCACAGCGAATATTCATCAAATTACACGATAATTAATATTTGTTCTTGAATGCAATTTTTTGGTAAAAAAAATTGCGCCATCTAACTCACTGATAATATTTGAAATGTTACCATATTAGTTCTGGTTGTAAATCGCAATGGATTTTTACAAAGAGTGCTTTTCCAAGTGCGCCGTCAGTTTGGTTAAAGTTAGTTATGGATGTCTTTCTCTGTGTGAATCTCTGGAAAAACTAATCCCAACGCCTGGAATCAAAAATGTTGTCCAAGAAACCGTTACAGAAACTGTTGCCCCATTTGATCATGTCGCTATTTTTGCATTGTTTATGTGTGTGACTATAGTTGGTGGTTTTATCTGGGCGTGCGTCTCCGGATCTGGTGAAGAACCACCCAAACCAAAACCGTCCATGAAAACTGTTATGGATGGCACTGAATACAAATTGGCTGAAAATTCTCAAAAACTTGATTTGCCAAATTTGGCAGACATACTAGTTACTTCTTATAATGCAAACAATATGGTCCGCGATTATGAACTTTTCAAGAATTTGGCTATTGGTGTAGCTCAATGTCGAGACCAACAAATTCTTGATGCAGTCAATTACAGAATTAATTTGGCAAGTGTATTTAGTTTTCATCCTGAAAAGGAGTTGTTGCCTGCACTTTTGGAAGATGATCAGAATATTATTTACGAACATTGTCTGACTGCTGATGTCAAGAAAAATGATACGTTTTTCCCATTGTTAATGTATCTAGTCAAAAAACAACGATACAACTTGGCCGCACAACTCATGTATTACACACGCGATTCTTGGTCGTCTTATGAGAAAGAAAAAATCGCAATCTGCAAAGAAAAACATTCTAATGAAACCATACAGGCACTAGTCGCACTGAGCAAAAAGTTTAATGTTAACTTCATTAGAAATTATCCATTGAAATTCGACGCCGAAATTAACAATTCAAATGAAACGACGTCCACATAATTACAAATTTTATTTTAACTAATATTTAATGAAAATAAAATTATTTTGTGGACGATTTTTCCAAACAATCAATATGTTTAGATTTGCTTTCAAGTTCTAATTTCAGCATGTCCAATTTATTTGCATAAAACTCAAAAGCAACTTCTCTTGCGCTGCTGTAAACATTAGCAAACATTCTCATAGTGTGAGTATCGTCATAGAACATAAGAGTTTCGATCAGAGCTCTAAACGCCAAATCAGATGCTGTATATACGTCATTATTATGTTTCCAATATTTCATGACATATTGCAAAAGTGTTTCTGTTGAAGGTTCTGACATGCTGTCCATTTTTTCATCTTGGTCGTCTTTGTGAAACGACTTGACATTAATTGTGGCCTCAAGAGATATATTAATTGCCCCATTTGTCACTAACCTTATCAAAATGTAAAAATAAGCCCGATCGACAATTTCAGCTCTGACTTTTGTACTGGCCCAAGCTTCTAGCTTGGCTAGAGGCAATGAGTCGGAAAAGTTTTTGTCAAGCAATTTGGAATGTTTCGAATCCATAATTGCATTAAATAATTTTTGGTCCAAAATGCCCATAAATTTTGCTGCTGTGTCTCCAGATGAAAAACCATCTAGGAAATCCAAACTGGGTTGATATTCAACAAAAGCTGTTGCAATGAATCTTGCATTTTCTTCTGTTGGTGCACTAGCAAATATTTTTTCAATCGTGTGTGCGATGTTTTTCTTTTGGGCAATAGACCTTCTTGATCGATCGCTCATTTTGTTTATTTGCAACCTCAGAAATAGTTAATAAATTGTGAACAATACTGCACGATGATTGATTATGCAATTTTTAAATTGAAATAGCAACTAATTAAACAATTGGTTGTTATTTGTATTTCGAAACTAATCACGCTGAGCAAGTTGCGCCAAATACGAGTCACAGCCGACCTTCTTGGTGAGATCAAACTCCGCGAGTTCCTTGCAGGAGGTTTGCGCAAATTCGTCGTCAAATTTTCCGACTGCGAGCTTCGATTCACAGCCGTCCTTGGCGCGATCGATGTCTTGTTGCGTCAAGCTTGGGTGGCAGTGAGCCATCAACTGGCAAACGTGGTAGTTGCCCTTTTGGACATGTGAGTGGAAATCCTCGATGCTGAACCAGAAGTTGAAATTGAGCTCTTCAACACCCACAGCATCCAGCATGATGCCAATTATTTGGATGTCGTTTTCGTCAGCGGCAATGCGAACTGCATCCTTAATGCAATTCATGTCTCCATCATATCCACCGGATCTCAGGAACTCAATCATGTGCCAAAAAATGGCCAGATGGTCTTCATAATTGGGCGTCTCATACATATTGTTGAGACACAAAAATTTCACATTTTGTGTGAACAATCCACTTTCCATGACGTGTTCATGAAAGTCGAAATCAAGGTCGTCGACTTCTTGAGAAGCACTTTCATCCAGAGCTACGAAAGTCACAAAGTCACCAGTCACAACGGCAACCTCAATGGCGGACTCAAGCAAAGATTTGGTCATTTTGGGTTTTGGGTTTTGCTAATAGCAGAATAATATTAAACTTTTATTGGAACTGTCAAGAAGTTAATTTTGACAATTTTTATTTTAATAGAGTAATAATATTGACTCTATCAAAAATTCATTTTGGGATAACATAAGACACATTATCAATAGTCACTCTTTTGTATAACTTTTTGTGTTTTTCCAGAATCATGAGCTTGTATTTCCAATTGATCACTGTTGTATAGTTGATAACATCATCAGTCACACCACCAATCCACTGATAATCAGAGTTTCCATCCAAAACTGACCCCCATTGGTGCAAATTTTGCAATTTTTCTCCACTGGTATCAAAATTCGGCGCCAAATACATTAAAGCATTTAATCGGAGCTTTTGCTGGAAACCGTGGTGATACATCTTGTAGTAAAAGTATGCCAGCGCATGTGCATTTTGGAAAATATCCAAAGAGTCTTCATCAAGATGTAGGGTATATTGACCATTCTGCAAACAAAAAATGGATTCTTTTTGATCAAAGAGTGAATCAACACGCCGCCTCAAACTCAAAAAAGTCTTGAACAAATCCAACTTGAATAATCTCAAACACGTGGGTATGCCCAATGATTTGTTGGCGTAGTACAACCTGGGTATGGGTTCATCATCACTATCATCGTCATCAGTGGTTTCGTGTGACGACGAGCGTTCAGATTCGCATCCAGAACCATACTCGTGCTCTGATTCAGTCGCGCTCATGGAAGAAACAGATTTTTTTGCCGGTGGTTCGAATTCATCATCCGAAGCATCGTCTGCGAATTTTTGGAAATGTGTTGCTTTTCTTCGAGGTCTGCCTGAGTTCCAATATTCAGGTTCTTCCTGTTTGGAAGCCGAAATGTAACTACCGATGATTTCCATTTGGCGTTCCAAATTGTGGCTTTTGATGTAGGTTTTACATCTGTCCGGCTGTTCTTCAATAGCTTTGGCAAGCGAAGTAATGATATGTGATAGCCTGATTTTAGTAGCCATCTACAGGCTATAGCAAACGCAAATAAGTACTGATTAATATATCTCCCTATCAAAAAGTTTCATTATGCAATTTTTTCTAAAAAATTGCGTCAATAAAACTTATAAAGATAGTTTATTAGCTTATTATCAGTTCATCCACAATCGTTAGATCTCGGATAAATGAAATCTTGTCTTTTGATTGCGGTAATCTTGTGTATAGTGTACGTAGTGCACGCTGACATCTCAGATCCTAGTTTTGAAGCTGATTTGTTTGGTTCGCAAGATGGTGGATGGATGATTCCCAAAACTAGAACCCGCTGTTTTAATAGCACGTGTCCATTTGGTATTTATGGCATGTTGTCTATTCCTGGTATCGTTGAAGCTAACGTGATGTACTATGGCCATTATGAGTGTGTATTCCAGTCGGAAACATTAATTCCAATGAACATAAAATATCAAGCTTGCGATTATAGACGCGAACCTATTGCACGAATTCCTCCGGTTTTCTGTTTTGACAACAGCGCTTGTGCAAAAATTTTATGCGAAATGACAAAACGTCCAACTGATCCAGAAATGGCTAGTATTAGTGCGGTTATCATGAATCCTATAAAAAAATAATAAAAATTGCACATTAAATTAACAAACGGAGTTAAATGTGAAATTAATAATTAGTTATCAAACTAATTACTAATTTGTATTATGGCACTAAATTTGAATCAATGGGCTGCACAATTATCCGACCCAAAAAAATGTTTGGCACTTTTTAATACATATGTTGCATCAAATCACAAAGACCAAGTTCGTCAAATGATCCAGCAAGGTTTTTGTCCAGATTTGAGTCAAACAGATGATGCAACTATGGATGCCAGAAAAAATATGATTGCTGTGTTTGGACCAGAATGTTTAGATTGGTGTAACCAACTAAACCTAGATCGCAATGCTATGACAGAAACAATTAATAAGAATCCTACCATGCAAGGATCTCCAGGGGATAGATTGATGATGATTGCTGATGGTGTATATGGTAACATAACTTTCAAAGATTTTGTTGGTCTTATTGATAAGTCTTGGTTTTCTAACGAGGCACAAACTAAATTTATGAAATGTTTACCTCAAATTTTGGATCAATTTAATGTTGATGCAAACATATTTTTGGATGAATTACTTGATATTGATTCGCATGCAATGTATGCCAGTCCTTTGCGTGATAATTGTGTTCGATATTGTTTAGATACTGGAGCTTCGATAGATCATCATGTTGATAAATTTATGAATATTTATGGTCCGCGCATGTGTACATTTTTAGCTAACGGCAATCCAGTGCGCCATTCTTCAGAATGGCGTTTATTAATGTACCTGATAGATATTGCAAAAGAACACATAAATGTTCAACAGATTTTTGAAATTTTTCTTGACATGAAATTAGAACCGTCTGACAACAGTTCTAATTTGTATATATTATGCACTTTTATTAAACATGGTTTGGATGTTTCCATTCAACGCATCAATGACTATATCTATGATATCTTGTCTGTGACAGATTTTTATGATCAGACAACGTTGGATATTGATGATGCTGAAATGTTTTTTAAAGCACTAATTAATGGCACTAATAGAAAATCTGAATATTTTATCTTCGTTTTGAAATGGATAGAGTTTCAGCACAATTCAGACGACGAAATTCCATGGATTGGTGATCTGGAAGTTGATCTGGTTGAAATCGTGACAAAATATTTGGATGGAGAATTTGAATGCAATCAATGTTCGATGTGTGCTTTTATTTTTCCATTAGTTGGTTTGTAATTAAAAATTGCGGTCTTAATTTATTTGAACAACTTGTATATTATCGATTTAGTTCACATTTAGATCCTAAATGGCTTTTATAACTTTTGCTGTGAGTCCCGATGGAGAAATTTCTTTAGATGAAAGTGATAAATCTAAAGATGCGACAATAGCAAGGCTGGTCCAGGTTATTGAAACTAGGACGGCTGATATGGAACGCTATCGTGCGGCTTATTTAAAAGCTGAAGAGAAAATTGGACTTTTGGAACAAACTGTTTTACGGCAAAATGATGATGTTCGTATTTTGGCCGGTTCCATTAGAGAAAGTGACGAATTAATCACTGCATTGAAAACTCGTATTCTGAGTTTGCAAAATGGTCAAAAACTATTAACAACAGAAATCAGACGATTGAGAGAGCAAGCCGTTGAGAACGTTTGTACATCATTAGATACACTTTTGCATTCAAAAACAGAAGCAGTTGTGCCTACGCCAACAAAAATTCCCGAAATCAAAACAGTTTTGGATCCAACAGCCAAATTCACTATCAAACCAACAGTGTGTCCTATTGACACGCTTACTTATGTGCCAACTGAAGAATATGTGTTGGATGTTCCATCGGACATTGTTAAAGATGCTCTTACTAACCATGAGAACATTGCAGTTCGATACAATGAACAAGGTATTGAAGGTTTCAAAGTTGACACACAAACTCCCACACCAACTAGTGTCGCTATTGCAAAATCTAATTTTAAACCTTTTGTGCGAAACAGCAACCGGCAAGAGTATATTCACACACCGGAATTTCTCATCACAACTATTGCCTACAGCAATAAATTTATGAACATACTAATGGATCGAGTTCAGCGAATGGAAATTTCCAGGCGAGTTGCATGGAGCACAATGTTACCCATACTTGATGCGTTCCAAAATTCCAAACCACTTTTCCCAAAAAATTCAACTTTTGCTGAATTTAATTCTGAAGTTGTAAACTACAGAAGTATTCTGGCAATCACACCACAAACAAACTATGAGCATCTTGAACCTCACACTGTAGTAAAATGTGCGACAAGAATTTTCAATGGAGATGATGATATTGATCTCGACTCTGTTTCACAAGATAAGTTGAGAACTTACATGGCACAAATTGTTGTTTTCTATCCAGAATTTGGCGTGCTAGTCTGTCGAACACCAACAAAATATGTCACATTCATTAGCATAAATGATGTCTTCTACGAACGGATATCTTTTGGCCAGATCACAATCAAACACCGAACAAAGATTTGGACAACAGCATTAACACCGGTACCCACATTAGCGTTATAATTTTTATTTGTGAAGAAAAGCTTCGCAAATAAAAAGGATAATTTAATTTGCATTAAAAATTGCATATCGTTTCAGATTGAAAGTTTATTTCACAGAAAATCTATTATTGGTTTTCTATCAAATGAGGCTTAGTGAACTGCCGTTGGGCATTATTGAAGTTTTCGTTAACTTTTTCCAAAATGTTCATTGTGAAAAAGTCTGGTTCGGAAAAGAAACCCATGATCAACGTTTGGACTTAGATGTTGTTGATGTGAACAAACATTTGTTATGCACCCGACAGAATCTGATCAAGTCTCTGTATGTGTGTTTTGATTTGGTTTTGTGTGCAAAAATTGAACGTTGTGTTAAAAATTTGACTTCTTATGGATCAAAACATTGGTTTTTCTTGCGAATGAAAAATCTTCGCAATATGACTTTTTGCACTTCGGTAGGATTATTGCCTTTAGAAAATTTACAATTGCAAACACTAACTTCAATTGTTATCTCAAGATCGCCTAATGAACATATGTGTTGGGCTGACATGAAGGATCGCGCTGTGCATTATTGGGACCCGACACCAAAAATTTTGCCTCCAAATTTGACTTCACTTATTATTAACAAACCATTTGATGCAAGATTTGTTTATCCGCAAACTTTAACAAAATTGCGAGCCTGTCAATTTTGTTTGAGTGATTTCGCAGTTCTGCCTACAAGCTTGACATCTCTAAAAATTGATACCATAAGTCAACTTATTCTGGATGGAGACAATAAAATTATTGAACTAATGCCTCATTTCAAAATTAACTTGCCAAATTTACTTGAATTCAAATTAGAACATTATGGTTTTAGTTTACCATGCGATCCACCTCAGTTAATTAATCCAAATCAACTAGCTAGAGATATTTTGTGTTCTCTACCACAAAATTTATTGACGTTGCATATTGATACTTATACTAATTTCACTTCAGAAGATTGCCTAAATTTTCCTCAAAGTCTGACAAATATTAGCGTGGATTTAAGTGATCACTTAAGTGTTGGTGAATACGTGCGAACTTTACCAAAAACAACAACTGAATTGGAATTGCACACATGGGAAAATGATGATCCAATGGCCACAATACTTGACATTATTGAAACTTTGCCTAAACTTAAAATTCTTAGATTCAAAAATATCATAGTTAAATTAACTCCAGAAGAACTCATCAAAATTCCTCAATTAGATAAACTTTATGCTTTGTATCATGACGGTTATTGTTATGATATAATTTGTTACTCCAGAACTGAAGGTATTTTAGTTAGTGATGTACCTAGTTAGTAAATTCGTGTTTAACGTCAAACGATATCCTTAGGGTTTGTGTATCTAACTTTGCATTAAAATATTTATTGTAAATTTTTAGAACTGAAACATCTTTATCTTTGACTTCTAACATAATATCCAAACCAATCCCATAGGTAAAAGGAATTTCAAATAAATAAGTTGGTATTGAACTTATGGTCAAACTATGCGCACCTCTGCGTTCATCTGGTCTTTGTTCCGAAACATGCAACTTTGGTCTAAGATTTCGCTTTGTCCATGTAGCAACATATCTAGAAATAGTTTCTGGAGTTATTGGTTCAGGGTTACGTGATGCAGCATTATGAAATACATCTAAACAAAATGGTATGCCCTGCTCTTCGCAAAATGGCAGCAAATCCGATATTCCATACACATGTTCATCATTTTCTAAACAAATATACTGTCTAACTTTTTTAGGTAGGCTCTTGTAAACTTTAGCCCATCTTTCTAGAGTTGCTGTTTTGTCACCAAAACTTCCGCCGCCGTGTATAACTAATACACTGCCATCAGATGGTTCATAACCCATATAATGCAAAATCTTTGCATGGTTTGTCAAATCAATAATGCTTCTGTCAACAACTTCTTGACGCGGAGAACCCAATTGAACGAATTGACCAGGATGCATTGTTAATCTATGACCATGGGTCTTTGCATAGGTGCCAATTTCTTGTAGCTTTGATTTGACAAACTTGATATCATAATCTAATGTTTCTTCGTCAAGTTTGTGCTCGTTGACACTCTCAGAAACTTCCAGTTTGTACTCACTAGCGTTCTCAGAAACTTTCAAATTATGTCCACTGGCATTCCCACAATCTGAAAGTTTGTCACTGCCCAAATGCGGAAACATGGAACTGCTTAATCTAAAAAATCTAATACCATGACCTTCGTTCCAGATTAAAATCTTGAAAAGGTCATCCAAATTTTGTTCCACAAGTTTTCTCAGATAATTAATTCCACGAATTTTGATTGTGGACAAGATCGCAGTTCTGGATGTAAATACATCATAAGATCGAAGTTCAGTATTAATACATGCATATCCAATACGAATTATATCCATTTTCAATGAACCCATGTACTAAATAACCAATAACAAAGTTATTATTTATTTAACATTAATCAGAAAAATAATCAGTCTTCAATTTAATCCACAAATAAGATTTTATTACAAGTCTTTTGTTTTCAAACAAAGTTTTGTGACGCCTAATAAGCTCGCGTTCAGATTTACAAATAACTTCAATGAACCATTTAACTTGGTCTTCACAATAATAATTGATAAGTTGCGCATTTGTTTCCGATGTGAAATTTACACCAATTTCATGCAAATATTTTATTATTGGGAATTTGATATTTATGTTGTAATCAGGTACTCGATTCAATTTTAATTCTGCATTTTCGTAATTGAAACCAATTTTTTGATAATATTCTATTGCAGCAAGTGGTAAATAAAATAGACTGTCGCATACTATTGGGGTATCTGGTTGCAAATTTAATAATTCTAACACACTTATTAATTCTGTTTCGGACCAAAGTTGAAAATTCCATGGTACTGCTTTATAATTTGGTGTGTACGAATAAAAATCTACGATATGCGACAAAATTAAATTGGAAATATCAATATTAAATTTACTAATAATAAATAATATGAGATCTTTTACAACGGGGATATTGTGTTTCAAGAAACAATAAAATACAAAATCTTTTAAAAATAATGGTTCATCATTATCAAATTGATCTTTATTAAAAAATTCAAACATGAAATTTAAAACTGATATTGTATTTGTTAAATTGTGATTTGCCACAATTTTCACAATTAAATTCTTAAAAGATTTTTCTGAAAGATATTCTCCTCTGACTCCATGATATGCAGGATGATATATTTGAGAATCCTCAAACAAAGCTGGGGAAAATAGTGAAATAATGTGCATAAATTTTTGTGATTCAGTTACGTACATAAATATGTAATAAAAATCATCCAAAACCAATACACCACCAAATTGAATATAACGTTCAATCGCATCTGTATCATTCCAGATTTTGCCTATTAATTTTAACATCCGAATATCAAGACCCGTACCAAGCATAAAATCTAAAGCTTCAGTATCGGAACAATTGACCGATTTAATTAAACTATTAGGTAAGTTCTGCATTTACCAATTATTTGCAGTGAACATAATCTAATGAAGTGTAAACGTTATAATAGAATGTTTACCCTAAACAAAAATAGATGCAATTTTTATTCCAAAAGTTTCTTTGGGAATAAAATTATTTATTTTTATTTAATCGGAAAGTAAGTCATCTTTAATGTTTGCCATAAACTGTTTCCAAATTTTTTACTTTTTACTTTGATCGTTTCTCGAAGAGATTTTAGGGTTTCCTGATCAGATTTGCAAACAGTTTCAATAAACCATGAAATTTGATGTCTGGACTCAAAATCAATAAGTGATATATTTGTTTTTGTGGTGAAATCAAATCCAATTTCATGCAAATAACTTATAGTGTCAAAAATAGGATACACATGAGGATATGATTGGACCAATTCAAGATTTGTGTAATCAAAACAAATTTGGTGAAGATATTGAACTGTACTTAATGGTAGGTAACGTATTGTATCGGACATAATTTTATTATTGGGTTGCAAATTAAGTAATTTTAAAACATCAACCAATAAACTTTCGGACCAAATATCAAATCTCCCCCAAGTGCATCCTTGTTTGTGTGAATAAAAATTTATTATGGATGCCAGTATGCAATTAGATATATTATCACTAAACTTGCTTATGATAAACATAATAAGATCCATTACGATTAGTTTATTTTGGTTGAGGAAACAACCAACAATAAAATCTTCTAAAAATTGTGGTATGTCATTGGTGATTTCATTTTTATTGAAATAATCAAACACAAACTTCAATAACAACAATTTATCCACACAATTGGACACAATGATATTCACAAGCAAATTTTCAAATGTACACGTGGATGTCAATTCATATAACGAATTTGCACGCCAATAATAAGTTACACAATATTTTGGATCGCGATCAAACATATTTTGAGGAAACAGAGAAATAGATCGAATTAATTTTTGGGTATCTGTTATTTTTTGGAACACATTATGAAGATTTGATGTATTCAACGTGCCTCCAAAATCAACATATCGCTCAACCGAATCAATATTATCCCAAATATCTCCACCAAGTCTAATCATGCGAATATCTGGTCCATTTCTTAGCATGTAATCCAAAGCTGTAGGATTAGGACAGTGAACAGATTCAAGCAAACATGGAGGTAAATCTTCCATTGTCGTAAAAAGTTAATAGATTAACTTTTTATCCACGCGTTGCTTTGGATTACTACGTTTATCCACACGTTGCTTTGGATTGCTGCGCCTATCCGAAATCTGGTGATCGTGAATGAAATAACATTTTATTATAAGATTTCGCACCAAGTTAAAATAAAATGCAATTTTTTGCAAAATAATTTAATCTGATGAAAAATATGTTTCCTTTATTTTTTGCCACACAATGTGTTTCATTGTTATACTTTTCCTAATAAACAAAGGCTTCATACGTTTTACAATTTCGTGATCAGATTTGCAAACAGTTTCAATAAACCACATAACATGTTGTTCTGATTGAAAATCAATAAAATTGGCGTTTCCATTTTTTGTAAAATCAATGCCAACATCGTGCAAATATTTTATAATTTCCAATTTAGGATAAACGCAGTAATCCAAAGCAACGCGTGGATAAACGCAGTAATCCAAAGCAACGCGTGGATAAATAACATAAGTAAATGTGCCTGGTAAAATTAATTCCATGACACCCAAATTCAATTCATATAAATATTGAACTGCAACCAATGGAAAATAAATAATACTTTCTGATATTATTTTGTTATCTGATTCCAAATCTAATAATGACAAGATTTCAAGAAGTAATTTATCTGACCAAACATAAAAATCAAATGGGACAGCTTCGCGTTTTGGTGAATATGAATAGATTCTGATAATATACGACAGCATTGAATTGGATACGTTTTGATCAAATTTGCTCATGATAAACATAATGAGATCTTTGACAATGGATTCATTATGTTTCAAGAAGCAAGAAAAAATAAAATCCCCCAAAAACCATGGCTCATCATTTTCAAATTGACCCTTGTTAAAGAAATCAAATGCAAAATCCAACACCGATAGTTTATTATCGCAGGTGCTTGCGGCAATTTTTACAATAAAATTTTTAAATGATTGTTCGGAAATACTTCCACATTTAAATAAACGATGATAAGTACTTCTGTAACCTTCATCTAAATCATATATATCTGCAGGAAACAACGAAATTGCTTCAATCAACTTTCGCGAATCTGTTATCAGCAAAAATACAAAATAAAAATCATATCGAGACAACTCACCGCCATATTCAATATATCTTTTGATAGCATCAAGATCTGTCCAAACATCGCCTTGTATTTTGATCATTCGAATATCAAAACCATTACTGAGCATATAATTTAAAGCTTTGACATCCGGACAAATTGTTGATTTAATTAAACTTTCAGGAAAGTCTTGCATTTTGCAAATAATTACTTATTAAAAAGTGCACTCCATTAATCAACTGGATTAAAATAAATGCAATTTTTTGCATTAATTTAATCAGAAAGGTAGGTATTCTTTATTTTAATCCATAAAGAAGATTTAATTGCGTAATGTTTATCTTCAAGCAAACATTTATGTTGTCTAACAAGTTCGCGTTCAGATTTACAAACAGTTTCAACAAACCATGTAACTTGTTCTTCTGATGAATAATCTATGAGTTTGGCGTTCGTTTCCAACATAAAATTAACCCCGATCTCATGCAAATATTTGATAATTTCGATTTTGACATTAGTTCCATAATCTGATGTACCACATGGAATTAATTCTGTATTTGCATAATCAAAACCAATTTTATGAAAATGTTGTGTTGCGGCAAGTGGTAAACAAAATAAACTGTTTACCATTATTTGTTTATCTAATTGCAAATCTAAAGATTCCAAAACATTCGCCAACACAACATCTGGCCAAAACATGAAATCCCATGGGAGCTTTCGATAGGTTGGATCATATGAATAAAATTTTATAATATACGACATTATCAAATTGGACACATTATTGTCAAATTTATTCACAATAAAAGCAATAAGATCTTTTGCAATTGGATGATTGCATCTTAAGAAACAATAAAATACGAAATCCATTAAAAATGATGGCGAATCATCATTGTTGATTTGATCTTTGTTGAAAATATCAAACATAAAATTAAACACCAATAATTTATCCGCAATCCTGCATGCTGCTACAATTTTAACAATCCAATTTTTAAAAGATTCTGTTGAAAGAAGATTTCTTTCCCATGAATAACATGCAGATTCATAATTTTCAGATTCATCAAACATATTCGGGGGAAGCAATGAAATAATCCGAATCAAATTTTTTGCATATGTTGCGTGCGAAAGTGCAGAATCAAAATCAACTTTTGTTAGCGCACCTCCAAATTCAACATAACGCTCAAGTGCATCTGTATCACTAAAAATATTACCCGCTAACCTGATCATCCGAACATCAAACCCAGAACTAAGCATAAAATCTAGCCCTTCAGCATCGGAACAAATTGTAGATTTAATCAAACTTTTAGGCAAGTTCTGCATTTTTGTGGTTGCACGCCGTTAATCGAGATTACATTATCATTCATATCAAATAATAAATAAATGCAATTTTTTACATTTATTTAGATTGGAGTTAGTGCGTTTGCGTAATCTGGTGTGACTTTTGGTGTAGTTACTTTGGGAGTTGTTTTGGAACCCCTATTAACAAACATGTAGATAAACACTATGAGTAACACAAGCAAAACAATTCCCAAAATAATCCAACCCCATCTAATTGAAGAAGTTGTTGTTTGTGTATCAGTGCCTCCTGTACCACCAGTACCACCTGTTCCTGTACCACCTGTTCCTGTACCACCAGTTCCACCTGTACCAGTACCTCCAGTTCCTGTGCCACCTGTACCTGAACCACCATTATTAGTAACTTGAGCACTTGCACATTCCGAATTTTGTGTAACGGTAACAGATCCAGTAATACTGTTACCATTTAGACTTGTTACATTTACACATTGAGCGCCTGGGCATCTGTCAATATTGTTTCCTTTAAAACTGGACGCCAAACATTGTGAAAGCAAACATTGTGGTCTAACACTACCAATTGAAATATTTGCATTTGTACTAATGCTTGCAGCTAGAGCGTTGTAACTATCATTTGGCATGTTACACGCGCATAATTTAGTATCAATATCGTCCACTGTTCCAGGAGGAGGATTTGTAATATTTTGCAATAAACCATCTGGAAAACGTCTCTTACAATAATCCTGTTGCAAAAATGTTGTTGCAACTTGAGCTCCGGCTTCGTTTCTTGATAGGATATCACCAATACGATTCATACAAAAAGGTTGTCTAATATTATTCGTTCCTGGTGCTAAACAAAATCCCAATGTGTTAATTGTTACGTCAGTTTTTAGACTAAGTGAAATACCACCCCACACTTCTGAATTATCATTACCTGGGCAAAAAGCTGTTCCACATTGACCTGATCTATCAGCTTGTGTAACAATTTTCCATGGAGCAGATTGAGCATTAGATGAAACTGATATCCATGCATTAGGATCAATGGTCCATGATCTACCTCCTTTACCAATATCATTCCATAATGTAACTCTTGTTGGTTGGCCACCAGTTCCAACATACAATGTTGCATATTGATAATGCGTGCAATTGCAGCTATGTCCGGGAACTGTTCCTGTGCCTGCGATACTGTAGTTAATATTAATATTGTTTTGGCCGACGAGTTCAATCAAGTCTTTCAAGTTGTTTGGCAAACCTTCAAATCCCTGAATCGGAGGTATCGCCAAATTCAAACCAAAATTGTACTCAAGTTGCCCGCCAGCATTACTTCTCAAGTTCATAAAATTTGGCAATACAAAACTGAAACTATTCGGATAACTTGTCATTTTTTATCGCATAATATCACGCTATATTTTAATCGTGTTTGCAGAGATCAAACAAAAAAATTGCATTTATTTTCACCCAGAATGTGATTTAGGATTGGCAATGGTTAGCACTTACGATCAAATGAATGCTAAACATTGGCGTTTGATCATATGCGGTGTTATTTTTACCATAATCATATGGGATCATGTTGGTAGATTGAATAATTGGACATTCAGACCAAATGTTGGCTTTTTCGCTATTGCGGACTTTTCTGTAAATGCATGGCATAATTTTGGTGAAGGTCTTGGTCAAACAGCAGTTTTCGTCCGCCACATATTTAAATCTATTTTGGAAATGTATGTTAACATAATAAAATTTATTGGATTTTTGCTTGAAAATATGCTCCTATTTGTTGGATTGATTATTGGTTCTATTTTCTTTTCACTTGACAATATTTTCGGTTTGTGTGAACTAGGAGAAACTTTAAATCAAATTATGATATCGATATTTGGTATTCTGGTGTCACCATTTATGGCAGTTGGTGGTTGGTTTGAATTTGCACAAAAGATAACCGACCCAGACGTAAGTAATTTCCTATTCGGTATTACAGTGACAGTGGGCATCACGTGTTTGGTATTGATTGCATTCTGCTGTAGTGCAATGGGTATCGAATTCTAATATTGAAATTCAACAAAGATAAACTTTATCAAATTAAATGTTTTTTTTATTTAACTAAATATTTTTTGTTAAATAAAATTATTTCTTGAATGGAAAAGCAACAGATAGATCAACTCCTTGGTTAACCAAAAAACTAATAATCCAACTTATTGGGCAATATTCTATTTTCGGGGTATTATTCAAATATGCAGCAAATAATTCGGCCATTTTTTCTGGTCCAACTTTGCCGCTCAGAAAAACAAATACGTTAGCATTTTCTATAAAATCGGCCATGACTTCGCGATTCATTGTGCTTGCGTTAATTATTGTTGAAAAATCAAGGCCTCTGGCTTCAAACGGTTCAAAAATGGTTTCCAGATCGCGTTCAGATAATTCAAATATGTTAATCCGAAATACAGGTTTAATTTTTTCCAACAAAGTCGCATTTTTTACTCGGTCTAGGCATGCATCTAACATATTGACATATTGTGCAATATCATCGTCTTCATACAGTTCCCATCGACAAAAAATACGTTTGTACGTTTTTAGTTCTAATTGATAACAAGTTTCCGACATACAATTGATAATGCCGTCTGTATTCATCCCACTTGCTGCATATGTAAACATGAAACTGTTGAATTCGTCTTCAGATGAAATATCTGGTATGGGTTTCATGTTCATCAAATACTTTTGAACGTTTTCTTGAATATTGAAATATGTATTTTGTTGGAAAATTATCCTAATATTGCCAATTGTAAGTTCGCAATCAATTAAACCATCCAGATTAAATTCGACGTTGTAAATGTGAGGAACATATGTTTCAACAATAGTTAATTCTAACCTGGAATAAAAAATTAAGTATTTAATCAATTTTGTCCGGTTAGCCAAAGGAATTGTATCATTATCTAATTGTTGGATAAGATGGTTTTTGTATATGGGATTTATATGTGAATTGGCAGTAATTACTATTTCTGTCATTTTGACTGAAATAAACTTGTGATAAGAATTAACTCAACATCAATTTGATTTTGCAATTTTTTTTAAATTAAATTTTATTCGATCTAAAAATTTTGTTGCTCAAAGTTGCATATTTATGTATTTCATTTTGCAATTTTTAATTTAATTAAAGTTAAAAATTACCTTAAGAGCTCAAGAAAGCATCAACATCTCCGCTATAAATGAAATTATTGAACCAATCAATTGAGGGCTTCATGTAAACATCATCGTCAAATTTGGGGACATTTTGTCTGACGTGACAATGCAGCTTTTCAATCAAATCGTGAGGTTTTTCTTTAGTGAAATCCAAAGCTTGGCATCCAACAAACATTTCATAACCAATAACTTTGAAAGCATTCTCAACGGCTTGTCTGGCCTTTCTGGCAGACCAACCTCCCATGGAAACAATATCTTCAGATCCTTCACATGTTGGGATAGAATGCACTGATGCAGGATTTGTCAACTGCCTGTTCTCAGCAGTCACACCTGCGGCTCCATATTGTACAATCATAGCTCCTGAATTTAAACCAGGATTGTTTGTCAAAAATGATGGCATGAAACCATTCAAGCTGTGATTAACCATACGTTCAGTTCTGCGTTCTGAATTATTGCAAAGCAAAGTAACCGCATAAGCAATCTGATCAGCAGCCATAGCAGGATATTGAGCGTGGAAATTACCACCAGAAATCGCATTAGTTCCAGTAATAGATTTATCATTTATGATTAGAGGATTATCATTAACACCATTCATTTCAGTTGTTATAATTCTCAAACAAAATTGCAACAGATCATGTGCTGCACCATGAATCTGAGGCATACATCTAAGTGAATAAGCATCTTGGACTTTGCCCTTGGTGTGTGTTGTTGCAATTTCACTTACAGCCCCATTTGGCTTCAAATATGAACGAATATCACTGGCAACTGCAATTTGACCTTCATGTGGTCTAGCTTCGTGAATAACAGATTCAAATGCATAAGAAACACCATGCAGTGCTTCCACAGACATAGCACCAGCAAAGTTAGCAATTTTCATCAATCTCAATGCATCATGGAGAGCCAAAGCAGTATAACTGGTAATGAATTGAGTTCCATTATTGAGCGCGAGACCTTCTTTGGCTTTTAGAACCGGCATCGGTTCCATTCCAAGCTTTGTTAGAACAATTTTGGAGTCAACATACGACTTAGTTTCGACATCATATGCAGTTGATTCACCAAGCAAAGACAAAATCATGTGAGAAAGTGGTGCCAAATCTCCTGATGCACCAACAGTTCCTTGAATCGGAACATAAGGAATAAAATTCTTGTTTAGTGCTTCAACGAGCTTTTCAGCAACTTGCAATCTAACTCCACTGTATCCATTGCTGATACAAGTCAATCTCAACAGCATCATACCACGCACGACCTCAGTGGGAGCAGCTTCACCAACACCGACAGCATGTGATCTGATTAAATTAATCTGCAATTCGTCCAACTTTTCTGGTGGAATACTCTTATCCTTGAGTGAACCAAAACCAGTGCTCAAACCATAAACAACAGCTTTAGATTCAACGATTTCATCAACAATTTGACGAGATTTCACAATGCGATCTACAGCCGCCTGAGTTAGTTCAACTTGAGCATAAGCACGAACAACTTTAATAAAGTTTTCAAGCGTGAGATTAGAATTTCCAATTTCAACCATTTCAATTCTCAAAAATCTTGCAGAATAAATTTGTGTGAAAGTATTTTTTAATATGAAAAAATTAATTCATCAACTTAAAAAATAAAATTAACTGATAATTATTGTTTGCAATTTCGACAATTCTAAATGGACACAGTTGCTGGTACTCGTGATTTCCCACCGGAATCAATGGTGGTGCACAATTGGCTAATGTCAAATTGGAAGACCGTTTCCAAGGCTTATGGATTTAATGAGTATGATGCTCCTATTGTGGAACAAGCTACACTTTACACTAGAAAAGGTGGAGATGATATCCTCAAAGAAATGTTTACATTGAAAGACGGTGAAAACACTTTGGCACTTAGACCTGAAATGACACCCAGTGTTGTTCGCATGGTGTTGGATCGTATTAAGACTTCTGTGCTACCAATCAAATGGTTTTCTGTTCCACAATGCTGGCGTAATGAAACTACGTCAAGAGGCCGCAAACGTGAATTTTATCAATGGAATGTTGATATTTTCGGTTTGGCTGGTTCCGCACCCGAAGCTGAGCTATTTGCCATGTTGGTTAACTTCTTCAAAAGTTTAGGTCTTCAATCAACCAATGTTGCTATCAAAGTATCCAATCGTATGATTTTGCAGCGATTGTTTGAGCGTCATGGTGTAACTGGTGATGCGGTTATCAAAGGTTTCAATATTGTGGACAAATCCAATAAAGTTACGCGTGATGAACTGAGATCCATGATGAAAACTGAACTTGGAGTCCAAGATGAATGTGCAGATGCTGTTTTCAAGTTGATAGAACTTAAGAGCATTGCTGAACTCCAACAGATTATTCCCGGAGATTCAGTTGTTACTGAAATGCAAAACCTATTTAATATGGTGACTGCTTATGGAATCAGTGATTGGGTGGTTTTTGATCCAAGCATTGTTCGTGGCCTTAGTTATTACACTGGAATGGTATTCGAGGCATTTTTCGTTGGAACTGAAATGAACAGAGCTATGTGTGGTGGTGGTCGTTATGATAACTTGTTCCAATCTTATGGTTATGGAGAATGTGTGCCATCTGTTGGTTTCGGTATGGGCGATGTTGTTATTATGGAAGGTTTGCAAATTCTTGGCTTGATGCCCAAACTTAATGTTAACACAACTGACTTTGTGGTTATTCCATTCAAGAATATGTATACCGAGGCAATTATAATCGCAGAACTTCTCAGATCTCAAGGCAAAAATATTGACATGGCAGCACCCGATTTGAAAATGAAAGATGCCATTTCTTATGCGGATCGTATCGGCGTTTCCAGAGTGGTAATCATTGCTCCAGATGAATATAAAGCCAATTCTGTTGTTATCAAGAATTTGCGCGAAACAGATCCAACAAAGAAGCAAACCATTGTGGAAATTTCGCAATTAGCATCTATCTAAAAGTAGAATATTTCATATTTCACTTTTAAGACTTTTAAAAAATTGATATCTCAAATGTTTGTCATGTTCTTATAAAGTTCACATTTATTCTTTACAAGAACACAAACATAATGTCTTCGTCCGATGCACCTATCGTGAACAGAGTTTTTGGTTTTATTGTTGAAACTCAGACAATTGACCACATTGTTCTTTCAGGTAACTTTGTTCGTTATGAAGAACTCATCGCCGAAAGTAAAGTTGTTAGGAAAAAACCAGAAAACCCTCACAAATCCGTATTATCTGGAGGCAGATATGGTGCGCTATTTATGAACTTGGTGGAAATCTTAGTTGGATATCCGGATCGCACATACGGACACCAGACTTCGGAAAAATCAGATCTATTTTTTGTCATAAATTGCAATCAGGGCCACAAACAGATCTTTGACAGTATCATAACCGCGATGCAAAATAAGGAGATTGACAATTTAAACTTTTTTAGACTAATTGGGAGTGCTTGTTGGGGTGTTGCTCGTTGTGATAGAGTGGATATTATCGAGAAAATGCTTGTAGCATCAGCTTGTACATTTGACCAGGTGTTTGATGCAAGTTGTGCTATTAAATATGCCAGATATGGATCAATCAAATTCCTAAAAAAGCTTTGCGATACACATTCTCTGGTAATTGCTGATTACTATAATATTCTGAGGGCATTTGAAGCCGGTCGTCATTGGAATGCCTACAGACAATTTGTCGAGTACATGCTGGAAAAAGGTATTATTGATACAGACGAAACGAAGCGGATCTTTGATAGAATCATTGAGTGGTATGACGTCGATTTTTAAGCGAAAAACAAAAATCAAAATTTTGATTTTTATTTTTAATTAAACTTTAGAATTTGTCTGAGGCGTATCAGTACGTGATTCATATTGTTTGCAAAGTTGTACTATTGCTACAATAATTAACATTGCCGATGAAACTGCGATACAAATGCCGGCATTATAAAGATCATATGTTCTATCTGGCCTAACAGGATTGCCTCGATGATATGTGTCACTTTTTGGATTGAACGCGCAAACATAAGGTATTCCTTCAGGTCTGTCAAATACTTTGAATGGGATGATTCCATTGTAACGTTGCGATGTAATGTAAGTGCGCTTTATTTTGCAAGATTTATCACTTCCATCGTAGCATGAACCTTGGGTTGTTGTTGTAAAGATTGTGTATTCTTTACAACCGGGTTCGCCGCTACACCTTTCGTATTTAATTGTCTGATTGGTGACAATGCATAGCGCTTTGATCTCTAGGCTTGGCAATGCAGCTCCTGCGATTATAAGAACAATACCTATACCGAACACAATTACAACCACCAATAAAAAAATCTTGCATGCGAACAATTCTCTTGGTGTGCAGTTATGTGGTTCATTATTTTCGTTTGCAACGTTTACCAATATCGCATCTAATTCATCGTCTGAAGTCGGAGGATGATTATCTGGATACACACAATTCATCCTAGCAAAATGTAAAGATCGAGCTACTGCGAAACTACTTAGAATACCAACAAGAGATTATCAGGAAAACCATTTCGCAATTTTTTTGAAAAAAATTGATATGATGTTTTCGTTTAAATGTAGGTAACCATCGATTATTACATAATCTCGATTAACTAAGTGTAATCATCAATTGTTACACAATCTCGATTAACTAAGTGTAATCATCAATTGTTACACAATCTCGATTAACTAAGTGTAATCATCAATTGTTACACAATCTCGATTAACTAAGTGTAACCTTGTGATAAAATACATATCAAACATGTTTACTAAATATCATGATTTGCAAATTAAAACTTCGGATGGCATTGTGCTTGCACACAAAACTATAATTGGTATGCATCCATATTTTGCAGACAAATTGGATGGTATATCAGACATAGATTTCAGTCAACATTCCAATTCAGTTGTCAAATTTTGGGTTAGATATATGTACTCATATGTTTTTCTATCAGATGATAAATGTTATGGAACATCCAGACATACTAGTGACAAACACTGTAACTCATGTGTAAGTTATAATGCAACTATTAAATTGCCTGAATCAATAAATGTATGGGATGTATGGTATGGATTTACACCTGACCAACAGGCTGATTATGTCACATTAGTTGCAAAAATTGGTCACCAACCTGGATTCTCTGTTCCAAAATTCGTCGATGGAATGGTTCAATATTTTGATGCAAATACTTTGGAATGCGTAGTTCAGGGTAATATGTGGAGTTTGTTTACGTACAATGATCTTGTAAATGTAATTCTGCCATTACCACAATGTGCGAAAAAAATAAATTTGTGTGACATACTGAGAATTTATCCCGACAACACACATAATCAACTTTTTGATTTTTACCCTGACATTCTAGCTAATGATGAGCATATGAGCAAATTGACTGTTATTTATGACGATGATAATAAACGAAGTAATCCTGGCGATTATATCGCGGATAAACATGCATCTAACGGACTAAGTCGTTTTATCAAATGTGGTACTATTATCGTTCCGGATGATAGACCAGATGTTTTTGCAAAACTGTTAGCAGCTGTTAAACCTAAGATCATTGATGGCAAATTGCAACCTGGACCTATTTTACAAATTCGTGGAGCAAAATTTCATTCAGAGGTGTTCCCTTGGAATCTGAAAGTTAATGAACTGGAAATTATGAGTCACCATCCAAAATTTTTTACTGATTTAATTAAGGGTAATTGTATCTTAACAGATAACAAAGACGAATGCGATCTGAATATATTGTTTGCAATTATTAATGCGCCCGAATCTAAATTAAGTGCAGCAATAATAGCTGCCGTAACCAGTTATGCTGGGGTTAAATGGGGGCGTGATGTAGAAAATGGCGCGACAACTCAAGAAGACGATTATTATCAAACGCTTAGATTCCAACCTAATGATATCGCGCGACATGCATTGAACAATCCAATAACAAACCACCTTAAGACTTATTGCGCAGGTAAACCTTCTGCTAAACAAACTGACGGCTTTTGGATGTGGTACTAGAAATTTAATTGTAAAAATATTTTGCGATTAAACTTCTTGTATGACGTCACTAACTCGTCGAGAAGGACAATATTTAGTCTCCCACGCTTCAATAACAATTTTGCACTCAAAATGCTGACCGACAAGAATAAGCAATTTGTCGCAAAGCTCAGAATCAAATTTAACTTTCTTGAGGATCTCTTCAGTCATTTTAACTTTACCAACAATACACAAATAATGAAGCAATGTCAAACCATTTTGATCTTGAACATTAAGTTTCAACCCACGTTTCCTGGCTTCAATAATGTATTCTGCATTATCAACTGCGTAAGCCAAACAATGTGGAAATCTCCTGCCATCTAGACAAACATAATTGTTCTTTCGCTTACGTAAGAACAAGTAAATCTTTATTAAAATTTTTGGTCCAATATATTTTGCCATTAGATCTGCAATGTGAACTTTTTTGAAAGAGAAAGTTGATTTGCGACCTAACATAACATTTATATCGGAGACTCGTTTGAAGAACATTTTTAGTTGCTTGTAAGTTGCATTTGAGAAAAACGTTTGCAAATATTTTCCATGAAATATTTTATGTGTAAACAAATGTTGTAAATCTATTGATTTGACAGTGCTAAACTCATCATAAGCTTGACGTTCTAATATATCTAAAATTTTGTTCGTGATTGGCGTGCATGTTTCCGTTAGTTGAAAAGAATTTTCACCTTCGTCAATTTCTTCAGGATCAGCTCTTTCAACCATTTCCCCTAAACCCGAATAATTGAAATTAATATATTGGCTTGACAGATAATTAATTTTGCAATTTTTTACAAAATTAATTAACAAACCGGATACTCATACACAATCTCTCCAATTTGATATCTGTATTTCGTGAGTAAATCGGACCATCTGTAAAACTTATTTACAAAATCCGATGTTTGGTGAACTAGTCTGGATTTTTTCTTCATAAGCATTTCAGCGAGATTTTCGTTTCCAACAACCAATGCTTCTCCTAGAATTGTGTATGAAACAGATCCATTTTGGAACACAATATTGCAATCTATTTTATTGATTAATGCTTTGTAAGCATCTGTTATTCCCGAAAGGTGTAACTTTCGGAAATTCCAAATGTCCTCTTCACTTGATGAAGAAGCATCTGTTATTTGAGAGGTATTAATACCTCGTAAATTCCAAATGTCCTCTTCTTTTAGTGAAGAGGCATCTGTTATTTGCGAGGGATAAATCCCCCGCAAATTCCAAATGTACCTAGAAGGGTTTGCAAGAAACAGTTCTAGATAGTTGTCTGGACTTGCGAGAAATTGGTAAATGTCAGCCATTGTTGACAAAAAATTGCAAATTTTTATTGATTGTATTGATTATTTTTATAATCCATTATTCTCACGCTAAAGTGTTATACCATGTTTACTCTCAGTCCCGAAGCGCTAATCTCAAAATTGGATGAAACATTATCTTCAAACAAAGATAAATGGATTGAGTACATAAAATCACATAATTTGGAACCTAATGTTGATAACATTATTGACATCCTTTCTGAAATTAGAGGTCGAGCTCGACCACATCCAAATGCAGGTGAAGTTAGTGCTGACCTCGAAACAGATTCTTTTGTCATGACCAAAAAGAAAGTATGTGAATCAGTTTTATCAGATAGTGATTCTGATAATGAATCTTCAGATGAAGTGCAGCCAAAAAACTACAAATTTGAAAAAAAATCTTACAGACCGCGCTGTTTTGATATGTTTAGCATTAATAATTTTACAAAGTTTGTTGAAATGAGAAATATGCTAGACATGGCCTTAAAAAACATATCCATCAGAAATACCGGGATAGAAATAGAAAAAAATATATTGAAAATGATTGAATCCCTAAAGGAAACCGATGCAAATTTTTTCAAAAATATTCATATTGTGGCTTATTTTTACAACAAGTTGGCAAAATACGTTATCTATGATGTTAGAGTTAACATAATCACAAAGATCTGCCCTAAATTAAAGATCAGCAGAAGATCTTTGGCAAATTTTAAAATGTGGGGATCAGCATTGGATCATGAAAGTGAGCTGCAATGGTTTGCAGGAATTGATAACGAAAAAGTTTCAATGTCATCGGTTGTCAATTGGAAAGCATCTCTAAAACTTTACAAGGGAAGAGAAACATTTATAGATGTTGTCATATTGGGAGTTAAATATTCTGTGCCAATTTGATAAATTTCTTTGTTTATTATTACCGAAAAATTGCAAATCAAAAAATACTGATAATCTCTATAAAAATACAATAATTACTCTCCCCTTATCAAGAACAATCAAAAACAAATGGCTTCATCAAACAAGATCTTTATTGACTATGCCATCGTGACTGGCAACTACAATGCATTTGCTGCGAAATTTGACAAAAGTCCTGCGAAAGTTCTGGATTGGATCCTTGATACTCCCGAGCACAATCTGTTGGAGGAACTTGTCAAAATTCTCACTAGAGACCCTACCATGCGCTACGCCATTAAGTGCACTGAAGGCCATCTCAGGATTTACAAGAGCATCGCAGCCTATGGCTTGTCTGCTGACTGTCTGGTTCCTGTCCACAGATTCATGCCCAAAATCGATTCTATTGCTGTTTAAGCAGTTCAAACAATATTCAATCAAAATTTTTAATTAAATATTGCAACTTATGTCGCAACTCTTAACACAATATACACATCTTCCCAATTAAGATTTTCTGGATCACCATTATAAGTATCCTTCATAGATGCAATAACATTAGGATCTGTCGCAAAAACTGTTATGAATCCAGATAGCGTGCAAAACATTTTATCCATGCGTTGCTTTGGATTACTACGTTTATCACCTCCCATGATATATTTAGAAAAAATAGTATGCTCTTCGACATCTTCATCTGATTCATTTTCTTTGCATTCGATATCAACTTCGGTTTCCATGGCGATCCTCACAGCATTGTACAACAGATAAAAATAATCTTCAGTTTCTTTGGAAGTCTTGAAAAAGAATTTTTGATCAGCGGCTTTAAATGCTGCGATTACCTTTTTGGCATAAGTTTTGCCATTTGGTTTATCCGATGCTGGCATCAAATGTCCACCTCCGGGCAAAATACAAATATTTATTCCTTCTGGGATAAAGAAGTTTTGATAAGTTTCATTCGATCGTGATCTTATGTTAAAACTTATGTCACCTAAATGATCAATACTTGCTTGTCCGTTAAACGGAATAAAATCAATCTTTTCCATAGCCATTTCAATAAAAATTAAAATTAATAATACTTTTATGCCAGGTTTTAATATCAATTTTTTTTATCAAATAAAAAATTGCATTTTGAAATCATTGACTAATCCTTATAAACTTAATAATTATCTTCCTCTCAGAAGCACTCACTACAAATTCACCACAAAATGGCCACCCAAACCGTTCAGATCAAGGACATGTACGACAATGTTGTCGACAACGATACCATTGACTTTGCGGTTCTTGCCGGTGACTTTGAAAAGTTCCAGACGAGCTTTGGAACCAAGGTCCAGGCCGTCAGCCGTGTTCTTCACGGTGGAGATTACGGCGGTTTGTTCCTCAATCTTGCCAGAGTCTTGGTTGGAGACAAAGTCTGTGTTTACGACCTTGACAGCAACAAAGGTCACCAGAAGATCTTTGATCTGATCATGGACACCGTGACTGAGAACCGTGACCTGATCTCATCAGATACCTTCAAAATCGTTGCACACATTGCAGCATCGCGTGACAACATCACCATCGTCAAGCGAATCCTTGATCTGACTGGAGCCGCGTTTGACACATTCTTCCAGATCGGTCATGCTGATGACTTTGCACGCGATGGACTTGTTGCATCTGTGAAGATGATCTACGACAACCATCGCAACATCATCAGCGATGACTACTACTTCGTCCTTAGCGAGTACGCCAAAGCAAACCACTGGGAACAACTCAAGGAGTTTGTGGCCTACATGGTGGGCAAAGGAATTGTTGACAAAGAAGGTGGAGAGCAACTTGTCCTCAAATACAAAGTTCCACAATGAGCTTTTTTGCGTTTTCGGCAAACAAAAATCCAAAATTTCGATTTTTGTTTACCAAATAAAAACTGAAATTTCGTCATTGAAACAATAATAAAAATTGAAATATTAAATTATTGGGTGACCTTTACTAAATCTGATATTTATTCCCATTCAACATTACCAAATGGCGAACAAAACTGTTGAAATCAAGAATGCTATCACTGGAAAACTTGTTGAGCACACGACAATTGCTTACATTACCCTTTCAGGTGATTTTAGCGGATTTCAATCGAGACCTGAAGCAATAAAAGTAGTATGTGAAGGTGGAGAATGCGGTGCGTTGTTTGTTCACCTTGTCGGGATTTTGGTTAACGCAAAGAATCTTTTGTTTGAAGTTGACTGCAATGAAGGACATCAACAGATTTTTGACTGTATCATGCTATCGGAACATGTGACATCTGAAGGAGCTCTTAATTGGCAATTTCACAATGCAGCTCGCATGGCAGCAACTTATGATAATGCTATCATAGCAAAGAAAATTGTTGATGCAACCAAATGCAACTTCAATGAATTCTTTACACTCAAAGATGCTGATGACTTTGCTAACAATGGACTAATTGAGTCTGTGAAGATGATTTACGACAACATAATTACTTTGACAATTCGCGATGATTGTGATTACACCCTCTTTGCATATGCAAATGCCCAACGTCAGTCTCAATTCAAAGACTTTGTTGCTTACATGGTGAAGAAGTGCATTATCAAAAAGGATGAGATGAAGACCATTTATGACCAATTCAATATCACGCCTTGATTTTTTTACTTTTTATTTTCTAATAAAATTTAAAAAATTGATGCTAAATTTATCCTAAGTGTGAACATTTTTAAGAATTTCAGCTTTATCCAATGTCATTTTATTTTGGTTTTGGTTCGCCGCTTAATAATGGTGATGTGGGTGCACGCGGTACTGATGGACCTCGAGGTGATAAAGGATGCGTAGGTTGTGAAGCTGTATGCCCTCCCAACTCTATCGAGTTAAAATTTGGAAATCCTGAAGAAATTTTTGCAGCTGCACAAGATGACTTGAAAGCAAAGATGGCAGTTGATTTTGCGTTAGCATTGCAAAATAATTTTGATTTTATTTACAAATTCAAATCCAAAGAAATTCAGATTAAATTTATTAATTTGACCGACCAAACATATTTTAATCAAATTCTAAAAAAATCATCTTCAAATTTGACTTTGGATCAAATTGTCTTGTTATCTGAAGAAAAAATGCGACTTTTTGTTGATTATTGCAATGAATCCATAACATATCCGACGGATCTTGTTAATCGTGAAAATTATAAATTGTTATATAGACTTGCATCGTTAAATTTAGTTGAGATCAATGAAGATTTGTTGCAACGTATTGCAATGCAATCCAGTCTTCTGTTCTGTGGAGAAGATGAAGAGTACATGCAGCTTTTTGAAATGCTCCTAATGTATTCTAATGGCAACTTTTCGCCAAAAATTTTTGACGGAGCTGGTTCATTTGCAAAAACAGTTGGTCTTAACTACTATGCAAATAAGTGCAGATTACTTGAAGCCCAGATCGCAACTTCAAGCCAAAATTAAAATTGTTTACCATAAATTTTAATTGTAAACAATTAAAAAAATTGCAAACCAAATTGTCTGGGAAATCAAATCTAATAATATCTACCAGTTGATTTCCAACGAAATGGCTTCAAGAGCTGCTGTCACCGACGTTTCTGTTATTACATTACCTGATGCCTACTATGCTAGTGCACAAGGTGAAATGGCCTTAAGAGACATTGCTACAATTACATTACCGGATGCCTACTATACCGGTGGTCAAGGTGATATCGATGATGATGCTGGTTCCCACCCCACCACTAATATGGGACCGCCTAGCGAATCAGGAAAAGCTGTAACACCGAAGAAACCTGTATTTGGAGATGCCGAAGAAATTTTTGCAGCTGCACAAGATGATCCAGTTAAAGCCAAAGCCATAGTTGACTTTTCTCTCGCGGTGCAAAATGGCTATGATTTCATTTACAAATTCGTATCCCATGAAACACAAATCAAATTCATTAATTTGCTTGATCAAACTCACTTCAACAAGGTTCTTGAAGAATCTTCAAAACTCACCTTGAAACAAATTGCATTGCTGTCTGAAGATAAAATGCGTCTTTTTGTTGATTATTGTGATACTCATCCTAGCACCAAATCATATCCGCTAAATCTCGTTAATAATGGTGATTACAAATTACTTTACAGACTTGCATCTCTAAATCTTTTGACCATAGATGAGAACCTGTTGGCTCGCGTTGCAAGTCTAAGTTTTCATTACAGAGTAAATGAAGAATACAGTGAATTGTTTGAGACATTGTTAATGTATTCTGATGGTAACTTTTCACCAAAAATTTTTGACAAAGCTGGTCTCTGCGGGAAAGAAGTTGGCTTGAAGTATTATGCAAACAAATGCAGATTGCTTGAAGCTCAAATTGCCACTTCGCAAACTAATTAACTATACAATAACAATTGTGTATTTAATTAACCGTTTACGATTAATTGAATAAATATGTTAACATATTTATCAATTAACCATTTTGGCTTGCAGTGGTCTAAATAATTCATCAATGAGCAAATCAAAATTTTCCATTTGGACTCCAGATGAAATAACTAACAAATTACTACAAACAATAAATTTGTAATCGACTTGGTCAAGATTATCATCAAATCTAATATCTTCTTGGCCAGTCAAATGATATGTACCAGTTAAATTAAATACAAAATTTTTAATTTCAGATTTCGTCGCACTAACTAAGCGACAAACAAATTGTTCAAAATATTTATCGTGATCAATTTTTGACATTAATTTTGATGCAAATGTTGAAATATCAACATCGTATGACCCTGAAATGAAATAATCTGCCGAAACTAAATTGGCATTATGAAGTGGATATGATTCAGGTCCACAGAAAGTTACAAAGCCTTCAACAAATTTTTTATACAAGATAATATCATCCTCTGCATACCTGCACAACATACAAAGCCACTCATATCTGGAATTGTATCCAGCTTCTTGCAGATCTGCTTGACTGGATGAATTTAGTATATCATACGTTTGATGATCAGCTAACTTAGCATAAAATTCGAGTTCAACAATATGTGGTTTTCTGTTGATTAAACCACATAATAAAGCCAACGGTAAGTGATAACCAATTGGTGTTTTAGTTACATGTAAAATGTTATGCAAAAGATTTCCCATCGTAAAATGGAAAAATTCGAATTCTGTTTTAAACACGGTAGTTGGGACCAAAAAGAAACCATCAAACCTAAAATATTTTGTAACAAACTCATCAATAATTGTATTTGCGACAACTTTTACCGGACCTGGACCGGTTGATCCTGCCAAAGCGAAATTTAATCTTGAATTGTGTCGATTTACTGTGCAAGCCATCAGTGCGGTTTCCAAATACCTCTCACCTTCGACGAAACCAATAATTGCATCACTAAAGGGTTTCTTTAGCGGATTGTACGATCTGCTAATTGATTTATTTGTGAGCATCAGATTTATTTTGTCAATTAGATTACTAACAATATCGAGATTGTCTCTATTTTTGAAGAACATTTCAGCATCAAGCAATTCAAATTGTTCATGTGATAATTTTTTCAGATCCAAATTTATTTTTTCGTGGAAACCAGTAAATTCATGTCCATCAAACAAATTGAAACCATTTTTTGTCCTAATCAGAGATAACTTCATTTTCACAGGTTCTAATTGAATTGGAGTATCAAAACTAACAGATTTTAATTTTTGTAATTTTGGTAAGTTTCCATCATCATCATAATAACGTCTAGCAAATACGCAAGCATTCACTTCAACAAAATCATAAAACCAAAAATTATCATCATCGTAAAAATCTCCAAGAGTCGATTTTTTCTCCGAGGGTCTTTGACCGTCATCGTGAATTGTTGTACCAATTCTCTCCGAGGGTCTCACATCCGTTCGACCGTCATCGTTAAAACAAATTTCAAATTGATCTTTCATCGAAATAAAATACCAACCATTACCACTGCGTTGCAAAATGCCACCGTTGTAATTTATGACATCTTGATAATCCCAATCGCGCGAGCAAACAATAACGACATTTGATTGATATTGGATTTTAAATTCGACTTCTTCAGGTCCTTCGGGTTCTTCGGGTTCTTCAGGTTCAGAATTTATTTTTCGGCTAACCAATACAATTAAACCATTATGAATATCAATAAAATCATGAATCTTGTAATCTTTTTCGAGACAAAATTTATGTTCAGCATGAGTGTATTCAAGTTTTTCGTCAAGATCGCGTAAATGAAGTGTTTTATTTGTTCGCACAATTAGGACTGCTTCATCTTCAATATCGACACCATTGATAATATCGTACGTGCGGTATTTTTGTGTCGATGGCTTGATCCAACTTATTCGACTGAGATTTGGACCATCAAATTCAGCACCAATAAAAAGTTTATTTGTATTAGCATGGCGATTGACAAAGAGAATATTAAAATCATAAAAACAAAAAACGCATGTTCCTACCTTGTAAAATAAAGAATCATTTGAAAGTCTCACTTCAACATTTTTTTGTGTAAAAATAATGTGTATAAGTTGTTCATCATCATAACTTACTAAATCGTCTTTCCATTTGATACCCAATGATGGCAAAAAGGTATTTTTAATTGGTTCACGTGGTTGTAGAGCGTAAACGTACATAAATTCTGAACCAATTATCGCAATGCATGAACCAAATATAACACAATCGACGTAATCTGTGTTAAATTTTATTATTTTGTCATAAAATGTGGCAAGCACTCTGTCATTATATTCGTGATACATAGCCTTAGGGAAATCACCTTTCGGAATATATCGAGGGTGACCATGTTTCAAACAATAAACAACTTCATATTCATTGTTTTTGCACGAAAGAATTATTGTTCCACATACTGTTACTGATATATGTGTTCGATCATCTTCGATTAAATCTGGTATTACAAAAATAGTTTTGGCCACATTATCATCAATGTAAATTAATGCGTTATCAATAATTGTTAGAAAACCTTTTTTGTAAGCTTTCATTTGTGTACCCTTCAATGATCTCCATTATTGATATATTTTATTGTTGAATGAAAATAATGCAATTTTTTATGAAAATTAATAAATGAATGTGCATATTCATTTATTAATTTACTCTTGCAGCTGTCAACTCCTGAATATAACGTTCTTTTGTTTCGCATTCCATCTTTAACATGGAATTTTTATTGACAAGATATGCCCCAACAATTTTCCAGATTGCCTTAGTTTTGATTGTGGAAAAATCAAGCCCAATTTTATCTCCGCAAGTTATGAGTAGCGTTTCTAAAGTTTTCACAAATAGCTTTGTTGGATGCTCGTGTTGGCAGCTGTTAATGAAATCGTTTACGAACTGCGTTGGATCTTCAGGAAGTAAGTCTCTCATAGCCAATACATCAATCAAATTATAAGTGCCATCTAATATAAGTTTTTTGAAAGAAATTGTTTGCACCCATGTTTGAAATTTTTCACTAGATAGTTCTTGCAAACATTTTGTTGAAAGTGAATCTCCATATTTGTTAAGGATCACATTAAAGTCCTCTTGGCTAGTTGCATTAATAAAAGAACTTTGCAACTCAATCAAATGTTCTGGATGATTTTCACCATCGAGAAAATCGATAATGGAAAAATTTGGAGATATGATTTTGATGAAATTAACAATAGATTCTGCAATTTCGGGATTTGTTTTAATTTTGGAAATCAGTATTTGAATATTTGTCAAATCAGCAAGTTGTTCGTTTGTCAAAATTTTGACTTCGCAAACTTCTTCATCTGGAACGTCAATATAATCAATGAAATCTGAACTGATATGATCTTCAATATGTCTTATTATTACATGATCATTTTTTCTATTTGATGACATTATGACACAAATAATTTTGATAACAACAACTGGAATATATGAATATTCTGGTATGCAATTTTTTGATTTGTGAAAAATTTTTTACAAATCAAAAATTGATGTTTCTCGATTTGAGTTTGTGCAACAATTAATGATTTCCCTTGCGGGAGAAGTGCGCAAGAGTAACAGTTGAGCACGCATCCTTGGCAAATGTGATAGATGCTGAGCATAGCGCAACGAATTCGCTGACTTCCATGAGATCAGCATTGGCGTTTGGAATGTCAAACTTGAAAAGTTGGCCCCAGTTTCCAGAATCAGACCAATCCAATTTACTGACTTGATCAGCAGTCAAAGTCTTGATATTGACTTTGGTATCAGTGCATCGGGGCTTGATTGGAACGGGCTTTTCTTCTGCCTTTGCAGAACTCACAGGTGAGCAAGCTTCTTTCTGAATTTGTTCTTTGATTGCAGCGCCTTCAGCCGTACGGAAAAACTTATCCGTGGCCTCAACGATGTTACTGTTAAATGGCAGAACTCCTTTTTCGCGAAGGTCAATTTCAGCCAGACGAGCGCTGACATGAGTCGGTACTTTCGTGTAGGTAAAAATGCCGGACCATGTTCGTTCTGCATGCACACGAAGGATGCGGAAAAATAGAATAACCAAAGCCATCTTGTCTTGCTCCACAAGAGAGCAAATGATATCTTCAGCCACATACCTTCCGTTTCCATCAGATGCAGTCAAACCAAAAGCACCCAACTTCATCAAAAAGGGTGCTGTTGTCGTAGTTGCGACCTGAGTCCAAAGCTTGGAATATGGCTTAGGGTAGAACTCCATGATGGCACTTAGGCTCAAACCGTCATAGCAAGCAAGTTTGGTCAAAGCTTTGTTTTGAGAAGCTTCAGATGCCAATGGCAAAGCCTTAGCCAACAGTGCCTTAGAAGCATCAGTGATTGTCTTGGACCCAATAGGAGTCGCCGCGTCAATTGCAATTATGGCAGTTTCCAAATGCAAATCCTCTGGAACCATCTCCCAACCCAAATTCTTGTCAAGGTAAGCCATTTTGATTCAAGTGTTAGTGTTCGCGTGTGAAGAACTGCCATTAGAACTAAATGGCAATCATCAAGATGTTCAGATGTGCAATTTTTTTAATCAACCAAATCAGTAGATTTAATTAATTAGATTTTTTTGAATCTGCACATGCAGAGCTTGTTGAATTTTGCACATTTAGAAGCTTGATAACGTGTGCTTGATATTTGTTTAGAACCATTTGAATATCAGTGTTGCTCTTGGCAAAAATTTCGTAATCAAAATTTCCATTTGATGCCATTAGCATATCAAAAATAAGCGCTCGAAGTTCTTCTCTCTGAGGAGCTTTTGTTGATGGGAACCTGTAATAATTCTTCATAAAAATTGGCAACAATCCAGGTTTTCCATTTTCATCAACAACTGAAACGGCATCCAGTTTAACGAGTTTTGTCATAATTTGGTAATATCTTACATCCACAAGAACCTCATGTGGAGAATCTTCAACCCATCTTGCCAGCTTATCGACGTCAAGCAAATCCCACAGATTAGTTGGGTCAACCACAACTGGTTCCTGTACCTTAGGTCTAGCAACTTTTGGTTTTGAGAAATATGAAGGACGACCTGTTACACGTTCAGGCGATTTCCACATCAGCACATTAAATCGAGCCTGACTGAGTGCATTGATAAAGATCGCTTGATTTTCAACTTTCAATTTGAAAATGAATCCGTATTTGCCACTCGATCCCAGCATCAAATCTTCAACGAATCTTGCCATGTCAGAAATCTGTCCAGATTCGATCCTGGCATCAAGTGAATTATCAATATTCAAACTCGCAATTGTTGCATTCAGAATAGCACTTACTGCAGGTCCGTCATGTACGTTTTTTTTAACAGCAGGTGAATCCATTATTAATTAGTTTGACAGCTGGAAACTAATGTTTGATAACTAATCTAGATTCTTTTGGTAATTTCGTTTTGCAATTTTTCCTGTAAAAAATTGCAACCACAAAATGCCACACATGATTTAAACATATATTTTCTTCATTAAGCATAATGAAACCCAGGTTCTAAGCTTACCTTTATAGACAGAGCGAACTTGTCTAATAAAAAAGTTTGAATGGTTATTATTATAAAGCAATTTGATTGACAGGATAGATAATTATGGATGGTCATAAATATCAACCGAAAATAGTCGCAATTTGATTAAATAGATAAAACCGCGAAAGTGGTTATCGATAATCGCACGCAAAGAGTCACTATTATGTGGCAAAACTTAAACGCACACACAATTTTGGAACATACCGAAATTCTTATCGGCCCGAGCGGGTCATAACGGTTGAACTATGTAGCCAGGGTTAACATAAATTAAAGCGCACATAAAAAAGATTACACACCCAATTAGATCGTCTGGAAAGGGTTGAGAAAATTTCTTTCTCATGATTTAATTGCATGGAAATCTTAAAATCACAGTCCACATGAAAAATGTGGTTGCTGTTGGTAAAATAACGCATTGGATACATATATGTATGGAAACTTGTCGTAACTTGAAAAGAATAACTCGCATCACCATGACAATTAATTTTTTGAAAAAAAAATCTTTTGACTTAGTGATGTCAGTGCCATAGAATTTTTCACCGGGAAGCCATCAAGTTGGATGTGCGTAGGTCAAAAATTCTTGATTTCGGAAGCACTCGGGCCTTGGTTCTTGTGATTCGAAACAGCAATTCTATTTCCGCAGTGGATATTTTCACCTTATGGTGATGCAAACCACTTATTGATTATTGAATTGATCATGACATGATTAATCAAAAAACCGTCGTATTTTTTGTTTTTATTTAGTGAACAAACCGTTTACTAAATAAAAATTTACTGTTTCTGGAAAATATCTTTGATCTGCGCGCTAATTGTTGATTCCAAATCTTCTCGCTTCCATGTACAAACTGGAACATTGTTTATTAACGCAAATGTTCTGGATTCCGTACATAGTGTGTAAACTGGAGCTTGAGGTAGGCAAACCGTCCGAATTGTAGATCCATTTATTAATTCGCGAGGCAATCTTTCCTTTCCGTCGACCAGAATAGGATGGCCTCCTGATATATACAAGTCCCGTGATGGACAATTTTCTCCAAAAATATTTTTACTATAAAGTGTGTACTCAGTAACGGGTAAACATTTCAGATTGTAAAGTAGCTCGATTTCTTCTCCATTGGAACCAATTAATCTTATGTTTGGATCGGTTTTGAGATCTTTTATTGCGACAAGACTATCTACAGATGTTCCACTAACCTTTCTCCTAACGTGAACCATGGAATCCTCATGTACACATAGAGAAGTTGCTGCAAGAAGAATACCAATGTCAAATGCGTCGCTTACTTGACCATGACTTAGTGGTGTAGTTCCACTATTACCAGAACCACCAAAGCTTGTATATACATAACTCATTTTGGTATCTGTACCAAATGAATCAATAGATGTTTCATTACGGAAGCGAATTGTGCCTTGAAGTACAAAAGTATTTGGGCCAGGTGGAGGTGTTATAGTTAAAGTGACTGGTGTAGTGTAACTATGTGTTCCGCTGCCACTACTTTCCGTCCAAGTTATTAACCCATTTACTATGTTTGGTGTTGTCGCACCAGTTTGATTATTTATACTTATGCCAATATTAGGCGTTGATTCCAACATTGTGGAACTACCATCAACCGATGTATACACCTCGGCGTTATTCGTTATCGTGCCATCTACTGTGAACAAAGTTGAATCTAAATATATATAATAACGATTAGTTAAGGGAGCCGCTATCGGACCAGCTAAACGAACAACTAAAGCAATGCCCATTTATCCACGCGTTGCTTTGGATTACTACGTTTATCGTGGTGATTTCACTTAGTTAATCGAGATTGTGAAACAATTGATGATTACACTTAGTTAATCGAGATTGTGAAACAATATATGCAATAATCGATGATTACTATGTTTATAATTAGAACTCGTTTTTAACAACAGACATGATGGTTGAACGACGACCAAAAAATTGATAATTTTTTTTCCTGAACAGTCTATTAGTGTACACTTAAGTAGTAGCTTTCTTTATAGACAAAGTAATTCTTCATTAAATGGCTGGCGTGGAACTTGAAAATCTGGATAGTATCGATCAAGATCATGTGATACAATTAGGAAAAATTGAAGAAAAACCAACAATTTGGTCAACGTTGGTAACTATCCTTGCCAAAACATGTGGATGTTTATTAGTTGTTGCGATTGTGGCAACATTTTTGACACCATCTATTTATTTCATATACAGATCAAACGCTTCATCTGATTTCAATTACAGAATCAGAGGATCTTGTCAAAAATTCTACACAGATACATTTGACACTTGCAACCTAACTTGTTCATACGCTAACCACACCTTGTCCAAATCTGTCAAATGTAATGATATTGAATTTTATGGTGTCTACATTGATTCAAAAACAAATGCACTCCGTATTGAAGCGCGTAAATCACCTATCATGTGGGCTGTTCTTGGATTTTTGGGATGGCCTTTGGCTTATTGTTTAGTTGTGGGCATCATAGGTAACATTTTCATAAAATGTTGTGGTGAGGCTGATGTTTCATATGATGATTAATTTGTAAACGCAAAAAATTGCATCTACAAATATATTTACAATGGACAGATTAAATACAAATTAGTTTTGTCGATCTAATGGATGAACAATTTGAAACTTTCCTTGAGAAATTAATAAATACCCTGGACAAACATGAAAAGGTTGCCCTAATTCGAGCCTACAAAGGCAAAATGTCCTTTGAATCATTCAAACAATTTGTTCCAGAACACGTTAATTTTATCTCAGCCGAAGAATGTTTTAGTTGCATGAACACTCACAGTTCAAGATCTTTATTGCATGTTTTAGATTCATATGCTGATAATACAATCGGACCACTTACACAAAAAATTTTATCAAACATTTTGTGCAAAAATTATTACTCAACAGAGCTCACGTTTGATTTTTTCGCAAAAGTATTATCAATCGAATGGAAAGATATCATAGCAGAAGACCTTATCTGGCGAATTCTGAGCGTAACATTCAGAAAATTTTCCAAAGAAGAAATCACAAACATTATCAGCCTGCTTTTACTTAGAAACTGTAAACCGGATGTAATTTTTTACAACTTTTGTTCAATCGACCGCAATGCAGAACTTTGTTGTAAAGATATTATTGAAATATTAGAATTGAATGGAGCTGACACTAGTTTTACTCACGATAAACAATTTTTAGAACGGATATTGCGAAACTGTAATTCTGTTGGATTAAGTAATCTTGTGGAAGTATGTGATGTTGATTTTTTAGCAATTAGCACATTACGCGAACTTTATATGAGCAGCTGCATGTGGGAAATTCTTGCCTCATGTATTGAGAAAGGAGCTGACATTTCGGCCCTGTATCTTACACACAAAGATAAAATTCATGATAATAAATGTTAAGCTATTCATAAATAACTTAACGTTAATAACGATTATTCAGTTGCAATCGAATCGGTATCTGAAACAATAAATGGTTCAGTTTCATCATGAGTCATTTTTCTAATTGCATTATGTTTCCGATCTTTATATCTGACGACCAATATCCAGCATGCCATTAAAATTAAACTTAGCAATACACCAACAAAGAAACTGGCGATTGTGGATATGATTAACAGATTTTTTGTGCTAATAGTTGTAACAGCACCAATATTTTGTGGCATCGGATAACAGATTGGAAAATTTTGTGGAGGTGGTTGTACAGCATATGTACCATCTGATTCAACGCTTATAATTGTACCCATACCTTGCATCATGTGCCAATTTACATGACAATGGAACATCCATGGTCCAGGATTATCGGCTTTAAATCTGAATACAACGTAACCGCTATTTGGAACTGTAAAACTATCTCCGACTGTTAGAACACTTTGAGGTTTGTCAATTGGATCTAAAATCGTCTCCCAATCAACTGTCGATGCATTTGGCATAGAATATCCACACGCATCAAATCCACTAGATGGCAGATTCGACAAATCAATATGCCCAACTTTAACAAAATCTAATGTGTACCCGTGCAAATGCCAAGGATGTTGTTGAGCACCATCTGCACTGAAAATAACAAACTCATAAGTTTTGCCATAGATTAAATTTATGGTTTTAGCATTAGTTTTTCCTTTGAAACCCTTAACCTGTTGCAAAATGGGTAGAACCGGCATATCAAGAATTTCTCCATTAACTGACCACGATTCTAAAGGATAACCTGATTCTATTTCGTATGAACATTGATAAGTTATCACAATTCGTTCGTCAGCTGGAGTGGCTATTAGTGTGTTAGCTGATTTTAGATTATATTCTGATGTAATACTGTCTCCATAAAAATCTGGATTATCATAATGTTGATGGGGATAAAATACAGGTTCTAGTGGAATATTGATCTTCGCGTAAGATAAATAGGCATATGAATAAATATGCGGTACAACACTACCCTTTGGAAGGAATCCTGTGGCTACAGTCAAAAATATGTAATAATCGAATTTAGGATTTTGATTGCAAGTTAAAATTACATCAATTCGTTGCCCAACAGGAATTGTTAAATATTTGACCGTCAAAGGTTTTGTATCAATACCATCTCTAGACACAATAGTTAAATTATGCCTATCGATCCAAATTCTTAATGGTGAATTACTGGCTGCATTAATAAATCTCAATCTGATGTTTTGATTTGGATCACAAGTAAATTTGTCAATGTCAAAAGGTGTTGACTGGTTAAATGTTTTAATGGGTTCCTCTGCAAATCTGACTCTGTGACAATTCCCATAAAAAGGTGGTCTTAATGGAATACACTGCTTACGTTCAAAATCACAAGGATTAGTATCATCATAATTACATGTAGTGTAATTCCAGTTGTTTGCCTGACTACAATTAAACAAACCTTTACCATTTATTAACAGAGAAACCGTTGGCCATGGATATTGTGGGCTAAAATGACGAAAAATGGATCTGGGACCCCTGTACAAATTTACAATATCCGATGATCTTTCATGAAACCAATCTTGCAGCATTAACATGTGATCTTGTGTATATGCCCAATTTGTAAGAATTGGATCCGGTTCAGTTGGTAAGATAACAATTGGACCAACTAATCCATCTGAATATTGTGTTGCAGTGTGACTATGATACCAAAATGTTCCACTTTGTGTTAGATTAAAGACATAGGTAAATGATCTTCCTGGCTGAATTCCACATTGGGTAACATCAGCAACACCATCCATCCATGGATTAAATTTCATATGCAAACCATGAAAATGAATCGACGTGGTATCAGAATCAAACATATTGTGAACTTTAACGTGAAGTGTATCACCGACGCGCCCTCTGAGCATAGGTCCAGGAAATGGTCGAACTTCGGGTAAAAATCTGCCAGACATACTCATATTAACACTTAGGTGATCCAGATGGTAAACCTTGGATGCACTAGCATCAGGATTTAACTGTAAATCACTTTGGTGATTTGCAAGGTAAACTCCAATTACTGGTCTTGGAAAACCATCTGGATTACCCGGAACAGTTTTTATGAGCAGTTCATAATAAATATTTTCAGTTGCGATTACATTAACCAGACCAAAAATTGTCAACACAAAAATTAATTTTGTATTCATTATTTATTAAAATTTACTTTATTTGATACTCAGTTCATGCAAAATGCTCTCATGTTTGACACTAAATTAATCTATAATTTGGTGCGCACTTAGAAAAATTGCGCTTAAAAAAATTATTAATTGAATCAGTTTAGTAACTATTTATTCAATTGCAAAAATGGTCAAAACATCCTTCATCAAAATCACAATTCGCAGTCACAAATATGACTTTGTGTCTATCATATTTATTGAAACAAATGACATAATAAATGATTTATTGGAAACTTTAGAGGGCACATTTCAACAAAAATATGCCGGAGAACGTTACACATACGAAATTAATTCATTGGTTGATGTTGAATATTCGGTCAAAAAATTTAAAGAAATATGTGACGTAATTAGTGTTAACAAAATTGCTAATGTCAATGTTGAAGTTTATGCGAGAACAAAAATTAATGTTGAAAAATTGGAATCTTATGTTAAGGATGAAGATAAAAATGATGATTCTTGGGTTGAAGATTTTGCTTGTTTGGGATGGGTTAGAGATTAAAAATTATTAATGACTAATTTAGTCATTAACAATTTATGTTGCTCAATTTTGCTTTTTAACAATATGCATACTTAAATAGTTATCAGTTGGAATCTTATTTTTCATGAGCATAAATCCGAAAACTGGGTAAAATAACCCATAGGTACTCTTCACAGCAGATCCAAGCGCAATATTAGCCAAATTCAAATTTCCAAGTTTGGTATGGCTGATAACAACGCTGTCTGTAATATTGCAGCTTTTCTGTGCATAGAGATCATATTGATCTCCGATTTGTTCGGAAGTTAAACCAGATTTACGAAGGTTAACATATTCTTCGCAAGTCCTGGCGAAATTAATGAAACCGACCCAAATACCGACTCCGGCGGCGACTTTGAAATAATGTTTGGGGAAAATAAGCGCAGTCCCTGCAGTCAGAGCCCAATCCATCTTGTAAGAGCAGAATAATATTTAAAGTAGACAGTAATCTTGAATATGATTTGCGTTGCAATTTTTTTTGAATTTGTTATAAAAGTTATGCAAACCAATAAATTATTATTATAAAATGCTTGCAGTTAGTAAATTTGGAAAACATATTAATAGTAAAACTAAGAAAACATGTGTGCCTTCCAAAAAACCTACACGACAAGTTCGTTCCTATCGAAACCATATTATTTATGCACAAAAATATACACCATTGATCAAGATGCATACATGTCGTAACATACATTCACGACATCATAATATGTATCAAATTAAGCCTCGTGATAACTCGATCATATCAGAATTTTCAGTTCTTCCAGGGGAGCCAAATATGGAATTTATCGAAACTCAAGTCGAACCTGAGCAACCAGCAAAACCGCTGAGCAAATTGACGCGTTCGGATATAATGCTTGCAATTAAAAGAATTGTTGTCATAACAGCTTTCCCAACAATTTTGTATGCGCCAATTATTTTATTGGATGCTGATACCCTTTATCTTGGGCTTATTGATTGCGGATATGTTTATGTTGGGACATTGTGTGTTTTGGGTTGTGCAGCATGGGCGATGGGTGTCGTTGTTGGAGCTTGTAATTTGATTTCGAAATGAATATTTGCATAATTTTCAATTATGCAAATATTTTGTTAGAATTCAGGACTCATTGCGTCCTATTTTTTTATTAATCATCCAGTTCGACTTACCGAGTGGCTGAATGTAATTGTAATTGTAATTGCTTCATTTTGCCATAAGGCCGCTTCGCTTAGGGAGCCAAAATGAAAACTCTGGCATTACCTTCAGGAGCACCTTGGATCTTGATAGGCATGGCGAAAATGTAAGCTCCAGATGCAGGAATTCTGGGATCTTGCATGTTGATGTTCTCAATACCAATCTTGTCAGCACCCAAGATTCCATAGTGGACAGGGAAAGCAAAGTTAGAACCGGCATCAATAGACAGAGAATCAACTCCAACTCCATTGATAGTACGGTTGTTAACCAAGAAAGTGGCGGCTTCTCCGCTGAAACCAGGGAAGTGGTTAACTCCATTAGCATCAGCATTGCGGTACAAATCCTCATTGTAGTAACGAGTAGACCAACCCGATTTCATCACAACAATGGCTCTGTTAGGAATGCGTCCGCGGAATTGTTCCCATTGCAAAAGATCTTGCACAGTAACTTGATAATCAGGATTGTTGTTAACTTTAGTTGTGACATCAATAACAACAAGTGGACCGAAAAGTTCAAGTGGAGAAATTTCGTCAATCGTTCTGGTAGTAGGACCATACACATGAGCAGGAGCATCAACGTGAGTTCCCATACCAGTGGCAATCGTGATGGACTGTTTGAAATAGTAATCTTTCTGAACAGTCTTAGTATCAGTCTGCAACAAGAACGTTGGATGCAAATTTGAAGTAACATCTCCAGGAGCACTAAGATTCATAACCTGAGTCACATCAATAGCCTTTCTGAATGCTCCGGTAATGAGAGGAGGTGCAAATGAACCAACAAAATCAGTTGCAGCATTGAGCTTGGAGGCAACTAACGCATCTGGAATAGCAACATCTTGGTCGTGCACATGTGCTTGCACAGCAGCGATCGCGACAAAACTCAAAACAGCAAGCAACAGAGCGGTACGCATTTTGAGGTCTGATATATCTATACGTTATATTTGTATGAAGGTATAGGTAGTCTTTGCCTGTAAAATGATTGCGTTAAAACTGAATAATTTTTGTTACAGCAAACGATTTTATTAAAGGACCTTTTTGATTGCAATTTTTATTTGTGGGATAAAATAAAAATTGCAAATATAAACCACTAGACAAAGTTATTAACTAACTATTAGTTAATCCAAACAGCACTCAGGCTTTAGGCTATTGACTAGTACTAAATGCGTCTGCTTTTTGTTGTGGTCGTATTGGTGCTGTGTTGCACATGCGTAACGGTTTCGGTAGCAAAAACACATGTATTTGGTACCGTTCTAGCGTTGGACCCAAATTTGGCAGGCGGCTATTATAGCAGTCAACAGGAAACGTTGATCGGTTATGAAATATGGCTTGATTGGTGGAATTCTTTGCCTGTGGATGCCAGAACTACTAGATGGGGTGAAGTTGTTGACGTAGACCTTTATGTCAATCCATTCTCTAACTATGCTGGTGGAGGTACGCCAACTGAAAGGACTGGTTTGTTTGATGCGTATACCCAAATGGCACAAAATCAATCGATTAATTATCTACTTGGACCTATTGGTTTTGCTGGTGTTGACTTGCGCCAGTATTTGTTTGACATGGGTGTTGAGCTTATGATTTACCCCGCGGATTCGTCGGAGAAATTTTATGCTATTCCTGGTTCTTTTGGATCACCAACTGCGAACATTCAAACTTTGACGCCGTGGCTGCCTTATCTTCGTGTGTCTAAAGCCAAAACAGTTGCAGTAATTGCAGTTAAAGATGGCGTTTACACAACTGAATTGTGTCAAGGTGTTATTGATCTGGCGCCATACAATGGTTTGCAAGTTGTTGCCCAATATATGGACATGCCATTTGACTGGTCGACACTTGGTCAAGTAGTTGGTGATGTCAACAGTTCTGCAATTTGGACGCAAACAATGGATCAAATCATTGCCTTGAATCCAGATGCGCTCGCAATTTGCGATTATGGCCCGGGTGCAGAATTTGCACTCAATTACATGCGCACTAAAAACTGGACACCTGGATCTGTAGCTACGTATCCTCTGTACATCCCATTTACAGACAAAACATTGCTTGATTATGTTGTAGCTCCAGTTCAATACAGTCCTGGCGCCAAGTATCCTCAACAAATCAACTTTACCGACAGTGAAGGTTATGATGCGTTGGTCAGATCCAAATACGGTCGTAGTGCTACAACTACTATGGCCGATGCAACACTGGCTGGCATGCTTTATACAAATGCCTTAATCAATTCTCCGACGAATTCCACCGCGGATATGATTGCCACAATACGCACCCAACAAATTCAGACATTTATGGGTACATCGGCAATGGACGCCAAAGGTCGCCATACATTGTCCACATTGGTCATACAGTTGCTAAATTCAAACACACAGCACAACATTGTTGGCCCAGCTCAAGCTGCAGTTGATGCTTTCATTTATCCGATGCCAAAATGGTCTGAACGAAAGTTTAACCCTAAGTGGGGTAGCGGTGTTGAAATTGCTGGTGTTGTGTTGATTGGTGTTGGTTTTGTTGTCAGTTTGGCATTTGCAATCTTTGTTCTTATCAATCGCAATGAAAAGGTCATCATTGCCGCATCTCCAGTTTTCTGTGGATGTATTGTTTTCGGAAGCTGGATTGTTTACGGTTCAGTTGTCGTGTGGATGCCGAGTTTGGTATCAAATGTGACATGTTTCCTTCGTGCGTGGTTGCTACCCATTGGGTTTTCTGTTATGTTTGGTGCACTTTTTGCTAAAACATACAGAGTACACAAAATTTTTACTCGACACACCATCAAAATGATCAAAATCAAAAATTGGCATGTTGCATTGTACGTGTCATTGATTGTCATTGGACAGATCATTATCAGTATTTTCATGGTGTCGATCACTCCGATTAAGTCCATCCTCCATACAATTGACCCATACAGACCCTCGCTCAGTTACAATGTTTGCACGTTCTCAGCAACAGCCAAAGCGTTTATGGGAATTAATATTGTATCTGGTGTAGCTTTGCTCGCCTGGGGAACATATTTGATCTACCACATTCGCAAGATTCCATTTGCGATGTATGATGAGAGCAAAGTTATTGGATTCTCTATCTACAACACGACATTCTTTGCGATCATCATTCTGGTGATCCAATTGGCGATTGGAAACAAAAATCGCGATTTGACCTTTATGATTACTGCCGCTTGTTGTTTCCTTGGTTGTATTATGGCAATTGGTGTTCTGTTTGGAGCTAAACTTTATGCAGTCAATCGCGATATCTACAAATCCACTTCAGCCAACTCTGGTGGAACAGGTTCAAAGCGCACCACAAACAGAACGCGCTCACACAATCATTCATCTTCTCCTGCTGTCAGTGAGAAAGATGAAAATACGATTGAGCTATCAAAGCTCAAAGAAGAAATTGATCAAGACACCCGCGATCTAATGAAAAAAAGAAAACGCTACAGGGTTCTCAATCAAAAAGTTGTTTCGAATGATGTGTAGTTACGACATCTAAGATAGTTTAGAATAAAATACAATAGATTTATTGTATTTTGTTCTCTCTTACAAATAAGTTACAATATATTTATTGTATTTTATTCTCTCACAAATAAGTTGCAACAATGTTATGTTTAACCAAAAATTCATCAAACTCTTGTTGTGACCATGTGCAAACTGTCAAATTATTCATTTTAACATAAGTTCGCTCTTCCGTAATTAAAGTGTAAAATTCTGATCCAATGTCATTTTGCACAAATTCAATTTTATTTTCGGGTTCAATCAATGTTCTGGGCATTATTTCTTCTCCGTTAAACCAAATAGGATGACCATCACTTATTCCAAAATCTTCGGACGGAAGATTATCCCCAAGTGAACCTTTAGGAATTAGTAAATATTTATCACATGGTTTGAAGACAGCATTTCTCAATAGTTTGATGTAATTGTTATTTAAGTCCACAAGCCTAATGTCCAAACTTGGCTTCAGGTTTGAAATGCAAACCTGGCCCATGTTTGTATGAACCATTGTATCATTGCGAACACAAACATCTGGAGAGTTATTAAAAACATAAATTGTGTACGATGTAACATAATTCATAACATTGACAGTTACACCGATTCGCAAAGTCAAAACCAATGGCTTAAGAATTGCATCAGCAGCGTTTGTAGTAATCGTTTCAGTTCCACTTATTGGTGTTGTTCCCGAACCAGGAACGCTGGCTATATGTGTGATTGTTGGGTGATTAATTGATGTGAGAACCGAACTGTAAAAAACGGTGGGGCTTGGATTTGATGGTGGTGTTATGGTTGCAGTCCAATTAATAGTTAATACTGTTCCGACAGCATTGTAAGAAGGCGGACCAGATGTGAATGATGTTATATTTACTACTGATGTCATGCGTATAAATAATTATCAAAATTAAATTGAATTTGGATAATTAATTTGACGAAACAAAAACCAAATAAGAACCAAATGTTCCGGGCGCAATTGTTTGCGGATTAAATGATTGCACCTTTACTGTAACATTTACACTGCGATAATTGTAAATGATAAGATTGATAGCTTGCACATTAAATCCTGAATCATTTGGGATTGGTGATATTAATGTTTGCGTTTGTGTTGAATCTCCACTATTTATTACAGTTACTGTGTACGGCACAGGAACTAATGTTCCACCACCTGAAGTTGTAATTAGATATTGTTGAGTTCCAGGTGTAAGAATAAATGGTCCTTCAGTTGTTTTATCTTTAACCACGCCCTCAATTTGCGGAAACTCAGTCCCCATCAATCTGATAGTCGTGTCGTAAATTTCTAATGTAGTTGATCCATAATTTCCCATGACGCTATATTATTATTACACATTCTTCTTCAAATATTGCACGTAAGCCGAATTCGGCGTTGATGTGAGCAAACCAGATGCTGGATATTTTGCGCCATTAATAGTTATTAATGAAGATGTTCTGTTGACAACATTTAACCCAAAATACAATATATCCGTATCACCTTTCGGAAATACACAAGTATTCGTCACTCCATTTACGGTAACAGAAATAGTCGTTATGTTGGGACTTGTTCTTTGAATAGTGGACGTTATATCTATTGTTGACGGCAGAGGGCCAGAAAAATTACCATAATTAACTTGAAAAGCAGCCATTTGCCCAGGCATAATAAAATCCGGCCTGAAATTAAAGATAATTCTAAAATTGTTTAATGTTGACACACCATTTCCTAAGTAGGCAGGAGGATCTACAATATCAATATTAGCTTGGAATGTTGTTGGTAAATTTCCCATTAGTTATATTTCGATCGCAAAATATATTATTAGTCCACAGAAATTATTCTTTAACGATATCGATACTCGAGTTTTATCCACGTGTTGCTTTGGATTGCTTCGCTTATCCACGCATTGCTTTGGATTACAACGTTTACCCACGCATTGCTTTGGATTACACTCAGTTAATCGAGATTACTCCGTAATCGATGATTACTACGTTTATGGTCTTTGAATAATATCAATTTTTGCATATGGATTTAAGTTCGGCGATATTCAAATAAAAAATATTTTTAGTTACAAATTCCATTAAGATATATTTGTCGCAGAAATTATTTATTTTTTGCGATAAAAAATTGCGCACATAAACTATTACATAACGCAATTGTTAGAGCAGAATAGTTTCGATATCATATCAAAATGTCTCTACCTGATTCTCAATTAAGATTTAATACAATTTTTGGTTCCATACAATTTTCGTTAAAATTTTTATGGGGCTTGATTGATTCTCTAACACATGAACGTGAATTTTGGGATATTTACATCAGAACATATGGTATGGAAGGTGACATACATAAACTTATTAATGGTTTAATATTACTAATGCAACCAGTGCCAACTTATGTACCATATATTTATTATCCGCAACCAATTTACAATTGTCAGATCCCTGAGAAAATTAATTTACCAAGATTTGAAAGCGATGCTCATGAATATTATCCACACGCAGTTTTGGATTACTACGTTTATGCTCCAGAATTTCCTGCTAAAAGGCCATGTACAACATTTTTGCCACTAGAACCCTATGCACAAATTCCCCAAGAATTACCAGACTACCAATACACACCTGAAAGTGTAAATCAATCATTAGATTATCAGTATACACATACAAGACAATCGTTAGATTTTGGAGAAAATAATGCGCTATTTTCAGATCATTCCACCAGAGCGTCTGAAAATGCGGATACTTTGCATGAAAGTTCAATAGAAAGTTTTAGTGACATTGAATCTGTTAATAATTTCTACAAACCCAACGAAGATGGCGAATGTCAGCCGTACAAAAAACGAACTAGATACACCAGATGGAAATCTGCCCTTGCCGAAAGCGAACCAACGTGCTTTAGTAGATTTGATATTGACGTTTTCATTTATTTTATTAAATCGCGTAATTCTCTAGATGATCAGTTTCAGAACATAACAGATTATTGTTTGATTGATGCTCTACCATACATAAATCAACTCAAAGAAATGGCATTATCAATTGCAAATTCACCAGAAAATTTATTTGATAATACACATATGATAGCATATTTTTACAAAAAGTTAGCGAATTTGGCTTTATCTGTACCGGATAGAGTGGAAATAATGAAAGTACTCATGCCAAAATTTTCCATTAAAAGGAGTGTTATCGAAAATATCTATTCGTGGGGAACAATTTTAGAAGCCGGGCATGATTTACAATGGTTAGGTGGTATTGATCATCGTGGCCTAAAACATTCTACAGTAAAAAAATGGATTATGCAATTAAAAGAATATTCCGGAAATAGAACTTTTTCTCGAGTTGTTGTAGAAGGAAATGTTTACTATGTTCCACTTAAATGTGGAAAATTAACTAATTGAATAATGATTAAATAATTATTATTCAATTGTCTCATAACGAAATTTTTATCCACGCGTTGCTTTGGATTACTTCGTTTATCCACGCGTTGCTTTGGATTACTTCGTTTATCCACGCGTTGCTTTGGATTACTTCGTTTATCCACGCGTTGCTTTGGATTACTTCGTTTATCCACGCGTTGCTTTGGATTACTTCGTTTATCTGTGCTTAGATCTCCACCAAACTCTTCCATAAATTTCATTATTTAATATTATGTCCAAATTATGTTCGGTTGCCACCTTTTTATTTTCTTTAATGTATTCAGTTTTGGTTATTTTCTTTCCTGTATCTTTTCTAAAGAAATCAAATTCTTCCCATCGATCAATACCAGGATCAAATCTCGCTCCAACAGCACGCTTAGCACCTTTTCTAACTTGTACTAGTGACTTAATTTTAAGATGTGGCTGTTTGTAATAAAATTCATAGGGTGGATCTTCAGATTGATAATTAAGTAAAACAACATCTTCAATTAGTAAATAATAATTAGAATCAACATCAACTGCAAATGAATATGGAACATCACTATTTCCAACCGGCGAGTAAAATTTCTTAATTTTTGCCAAAGATTTAAATTCGAAAATCTTTAACCCTATGTACACATAATTATTATTACCAAGACCAAGTAAAATTGAATTCCCATTAAATTCTTTACCCAAACAATCTCCATAATAACATTTTGGATGTTTTCCGATAAACACTTCAACATTGTTTATGCTGTAAATCTTTTCGTCGGCAATTGGTTTGTAATCATCACCTTCATAACGATTTCTCCAAACGACAACATTATATTTACCATTATCGCGTTTTTTTACGTCGACAGTAAATGGTCTGCTTCCATTGTCATGAATTAGATATTTCATTAGAAAAAATTGATGCGTATTTGATCTTCGCTGTAAAATTAGTTTACTTTTTATTTCAAAAAGCATTTCAAATAAAAAGTGTATCATCTATAACCCAATTAAATGTCCAAAACTTATTATTACAAACATCACAATTTAGATCAAACTATTATTATTTCCATAACAGACGATGATTCCACAATTACAAGTTTATCTTTCGACCTAGCCAATGAATCAAATAATTTTCCCAAATTAAAACACAAAATTCTCATAGAAAACCTCGACAATTATTTCGAAAATGGCACCGAACTAAATTTTCCCTTAGAATTTAATGGTACAGATTTTCAAATGCAAGTTTGGCATGAAATATTAAAAATTCCATTGGGATCAACAATTACATACGCAGATCTTGCTAAAGCTATTGGTAAACCCAAGGCTTATAGAGCTGTTGCCAATGCTTGTGGTGCAAACTCTATAGCATTATATATCCCATGTCATAGAGTTTGTGCTTCGAATTCCATAGGAGGATATGCTTATGGAGCAGAATTAAAGAGCAAACTGCTCTCTATAGAGAATGCGAATTATTAAATCAATAATAACATAAAAAATTGCAAATTTAAACTGCATGTCAAACTCTTTCAGTAGACTATTACTCTGGAATTTCCAACACAAAACACCACATCTCAATAGAAATGTCTAACTTACTACAAAAGCTCATCATAACTCTGAGCAACGCTTTTGATGCACACCAAGGGGAGCTTATTGACGATGTTGAAACAGAACTCAACAACATTGTCAAACACGCGACAACTTTGCTGCAAGAATTAGCCCAAGAACGTGAGGCTGTCAAATGTATCCTAGATTCATTTGAGACTTCATTGTCAGAAGGTCCACTTGCTGGCGATAAACCCATGGGCACATCGACACCACCGATGCTCCACTTGGGCGATTTTGGCCAATCAACTGAGGATGTTGAAGAAGTCATCGAACCTCGCAAATCCCGCGGCAGGAAATTGACGATCGCAATGCTTGGTTTGTCAGAGTCTGCATCGGACTTTTCCGATGTAGGTCGAACGAATGTGAGACCCTCAGAGAAAAAGTCCACATCAGACTTTTCCGATGTCGATAGCGCTCATACGGCTATCGAACCTCCATCAAAAAGGACATTTACACGCGAGCACTCTGTCGCCCAAGAGCAAGACGAGATTCACCAGGTTGATGATCAATCTGACCCACTCATTAAAATGAAGTGTGGAGTCGAAAAGTTGGACTTGTATGTCAAATTCGACATGGACAGATTCCTCAAATTCCTTGATCAAAAAAGGGAAATGGACAGATGCATCGCTGATGCGCGCGTGTACGTCTCCAGAAAGAACGTTGACATTTTAGTTTCAACCTTAAAGGAAAAGCACGCCGAGCTCATCCAAAACAAACACATGCTCGCATACTTTTACCACAAGATTTCGACTTATGTGCGATCAATTGACGACAGAATTTCTTTGGTAAAGAATCTCGGATTGGAGATGGATATCCGAAGCCAAACTTCATCATCTGCATTTAGGGTTTGGGGCTCATTTTTGAGCACAGGCCACTCACATCAGTGGCTCGGAGGAACTGATGCAACTGACTTTAGTGTCACTTCTGTTAACAGCTGGTACGCAAAAACACTCAACTTTTCTGTGAACGCCTTCAAGCGAATCAGAATTGATGGTGTTATGTGTTCAGTCCCACATTACGCTATTCAAAAATCATAAACGATTATCAAATCGGTTATAATTTTCTCTTAATAAAAATTGCTACTAAATTTTCTTCCGCGGGTGTTCACTTTAATCAAGTTTAGTCTGCAAAAAATGTCAACACTTACTTTCAATGTTACTAAAAATTCTTCCGCAACTTATACACTAAGTGTAAGTCGTGGTTCTACTACACATTCGGTAACATTCTCGACTCCATCTTCAACTTCCATATTCAATCAATTGTCCACAGGAAGTTATATTTACCCAAAATTCGAATTTGTTAACGTATACAATGGCGTACCATCAATTGTTGCATCAGTTTCATATGCGGACCTATTGGATGCGCGTGGTTCGGCAAATATCAACGCAAATTTGGTTGTAAATAACTCCAGCATATTCTCTGTTGGAATTCCTTTTTGGTGCAGTTATTCCAACAATCACACCAATACCACTAATTGGATTAGTACTACTACTAATACGTCCTACAGCTTCACCTATTATGTGCCATCTGCTAATATTCCTCTTTATGGAGTCCATATTATCAGCGGATATGTTGGATCTGGATTTAAGAATTTTACCTTGAATGCCATCAGTTTCCTTGCTACAAACAATCCTAATGATATCTATATTGTTACACCTGACCTATATTCTGAAACACTTTCGTCTGCTCCAAGTTCCCTAAATTTGACAGTCAACCCTTACCAATTTTTCGGTGCAACTTATATTTACGCTGAAACTCTTAAAAATAATTCGGCAACATTGAATAGCACGGTCCTATCATTTAATGCTGCAAGTGCTGAACCGAGTGCATTGGTTATTTCCAATATGTCAATTGGTGCGACTACCAATTTTGATACAATTATTGATGCAATGACTAGCCAACTGTATGCTGGAGTTTCTGCTAACACAATTAGTGGGTTCAGTGTTGTATCTGTTGTCCCAACTCCTATTGTTCCAACTCCCGCTGGTTCTTGGAGTTAAAAAAATTAAAATAATGATTAATTAAAAAATCGATCATTATTTACATACAAAATTTAAAATCACTTGCAGCCAAACGAACACCGCGACGCACTTTAACGTGTTCTTCAGAAACTTGATGTGTGTGCAATTCGTCACTAAAATCAAAAATTTCAGTCAAAGCTATTCTTTTAGCATTAGGTGGTCTCGTGCGCGCTCGATCAACCACAGAAGTATTTTCAGTATCATCAATATCATCAGTGTCAAATATAATTTGAGGTTGAACGATATCTGAATTTACCGAATCGTCAAATATAACTTGGTCTGAAGGAACTTTAGTTAGGGCTTCTAAACAGTTTTGCTCAGACAGCAATTCGGGAATTGTTTCTTGACAAACCATTTTATCTGATTCAAATTCTTTGTCAATGGAAAATTCTGATGAAACCATTTTATCCATAGTTTCTCGATCAACATTGTCCAACATCGACGACATTTTTAATGTGTTTACGGGTTTTGGTCCATGCTCAACTGGAATAATGGGTTTTTCAATAACGGATGTGCGTGTAATACTTTTTTGGGATGGGTTGTTTGGTTTTATAAAATAATTAAGTATGAAATAGATATCAGATTCTGATTCGCCATAAATGTCACGCCCACCGATATACGAACAAAAACAAGTAATAATTGTTTCGACAAGTGGCTGGTTGCAAATCATAAGTCCATACATTGAGAATGTTTTTTTCAACAGTTTGATACTGCCAGATGGAAGATCGAATGATAAAATTTTGTTGATAATAGTTGTGATGACTGATTTGCTGTACGATGCCGTAATTTCGTCGACAGATTTTATGCGAAATGTTGCAAGTAATCTGCGACAATCCCAAATTTTGACATTTGACTTACTGTTCTTGATTTCAGCAAAAACAACATGATTTTGGGATTCAGATTCCACATTGTTTTTTGTATATAACATATTTTCGATTAGCGAAATAATTTCCGGATCGTGAGGCAAATTTTGTGGTGAATCATCAGCAACAAACATTTTGTATGCTAACATTTTTGATTTTTCATCACAATAAGGAGCAACAAAAGCTACCAGATTAACAAATTGAACTTTGGGGATTACAATGACAGTGTAATTTTTGTATTGCTTAGATGTGTGATTTGTAAATAGCTTCTTGAAAAGGCCGCTGTGACCTTTAGTTAAAGCTGCATTCAAGCCATAATGATTTAAAGAATCTGTTACATATCCCAAACTCAAAAGATAATCAACCATTTCGGCATATCCTGTAATACATGCTCTGGCTAGTAAATCGTTATTTGTTTTGTAAGCACATTTTGCATCAGTAAAGTGTTGTTTGAGTGCAGGCAAATCTTTTTTATCAATAAATTCACAAGCAGCATTAGTAAAAGGATTTGATAATGCATGCAAATACGTATCTGATGACAAAATATTAAATCGTCTTCCGTGTAACATATAGTCTGCTTGAATTCTATTGTGGTAAACTTGTGTAACATATTCCATAAGTTTTGGATCACATATTGGACCACAACAATCGATCGCACTCTTGATTGTTGGAATCAAACAATATTCCAAACAAAATTTCAATTGCCGCATTAATTTTTTCTCCATGCACAATCTCAAAAATTGTCCACAATAATAATTTTCGAAAACATTTGTGCCAGATGTTAAACTTTGTCTCGAAAGCAAATATTCAATAATTTCAAGTTTGTTGTAACATTCTGGATCCGTAAAAATTGCTCTGTTGTTATTATCAACTTGGTAATTTTGAACTTCAACCAAATACTTCACAATGTCCATGGACTTACCAAAAACTGCCCTGGCCAAAGCTGAATTTCTATTTTTCAACAGGTGATTACTTGATGTGAAACAATGTTTAACCTTGGTAAGATCGCCACTTGCAACAGCGCTCAACAATTTTTCTTCAAAATTAGGATCAAAGTTTTCCGGAATCGAATTACTGTTAGACTCCGAAAGGATTGAGCTACCACGAAACCCAAAACCTATTTCTGTCATTTTATTAGAATACCGATAACCTAGCGGTTGTCTTGTACTAGAGTACCGATAACCTGACGGTTGTCTTGTACTGAAGTACCGATAACCTAGCGGTTGTAGGTTATTCCCATAGGCAATTTTTTCCCTACCTAAAAAATTGCAGTCAACAAAATCGTATGAAGCTCACATAATTATCGACTCGTTTACCTTGCTCTTTTAGCAAAATGGCCACAATAAATCATAAGCGAAATAACCTATGCGGCAAAGCAAAACATCGTTTTCTGAAAAAATCATTTGCAGCTAAAGAAGCTGCTGTGCGCAGAATTATCGTAAATGGCGATCATAAAGCATTCTTTGCGAAGATTGCAAAGAATGCCAATTTTGTAAATTATGTTTACACTAGCGGTCTTTTTGTGGAATTGGTTGATATTACTAGTCGTCCGTATTGGAAGCAAGAAATTCCAATTAACGATGGACATCTCAAAATTTACTGGGCAATCATTGAATCTGCAAATTTCGCAATTGATATGTCACATATTAAGGCTGCTGTTCATGTTGCAGCAAACTTTGATGATGCACAAAGTGTCGGCATTCTACTCGATGAACAGTATGTCGACGAAACTAATTTTGATCAATGGTTTACCGTAAGTGATTTACATGATCATGCTAAAAAAGGTAATATTGAAATGGTGAAACTAATCAGCGCATGTCATCCAAATGTTACAGACGCTGATTGTGATATTGTTAGTGGCACACTCACACAACTGGAATCAAGCTGTGAAGAGTTCATGAAGTTCTGTGCACAAAATAGCAGAACTTGCAGTGAGTATCTGGGATATCTCTCGCAAAGGTTGAGTTGATACGGTGGTGTGACCCTAATATTTTAATTTTAAAAATTAAAATATTAGGTTTCGAAAATAAAAATTGTTAACCAAATATTCTGAAATTCCAATATTTGTTCTTATCTAGTACTTCTTAAAGAGTGCTGATAGTCTTACAAGTAATTATAAAATGGCTCTTGAAGGTGTATTTGAACCTATTCCTAATGTTGGCAGCAATATATTACTAGAACCATGTGTCGAAAAGCTTCAAGAAATGCAAATCTTGCTGAAAAAGTATGGTTTTGTTCCTGTTGAACGTCATGATATTTATTTGACAGCAAGTGCGAGACATGGATTTCTTGACTTGGTCAAATTTTTCTTTAAAAGCTATTCCAGATTGTATTGTAAAAACGCCGATATTAATGATTGGTATGAACGCAAACATAAAAATATGGCAATGATAGCAGCAGCTGCAAGTGGTCATCTCGATGTGGTTAAATATTTTATCAAAAAGAAATGTCCAGCGTGGATTTACGATGACGCAGCCATTGGCATGAGTGCCACAAATGGTCATATTGAGGTTGTTGAATATTTGATGAAAAAGAGTAACACCGCATGGTGTTCAAAAAAAGCTATCTATGGTAGTTGCGAGAATGGACACACTTTGATTTTCAAATTGCTATTTAAACGTGCGGGTCCCTTTCTTCCAAGTTCTAAAGAGGATTATGTCAATAAAGCAATTCCTGGCGGTCATTTAGATATTATTCGATGTGTTATTGCTTCTGAATATCCTGATGCAGAACTTCCTGAAAATGATATTTTCCAAAGAAAACAAATGTCTACATACTTTAATTCAGCCGCAGATAGAGATCTTAATCTTAATAAATTTTTCAGGATGGCTGCAGAATATGGCCACCTATCTATTGTAAAATATTTTTCCAAAATTCACAGAAAATTGTATTCAAAAAAACAATTGGTTTGCGATTTAGCCCTTGTTAAAAGTGCTAGATCCGGACATTTGGATGTTGTTAAATATTTGGTTAAAAATAAACACGATCCGACTGCATTGTCCAATGAATGTTTAGTGCAAAGTGCGTGTAATGGCCATACTCGTGTTGTAAAAATTTTGTTAAAATATGGATGTTTCGCAACTAAAACATTGAATGAAATTTTTCTAAATGCTGTACACCTTAATCATTTAGGTGTGGTTAAAGCTCTGGTAAAGGCTGGTTGTAATGTAAATTATCTGGTAGACATGGCACTCTATCATGGAGCAATAAATCAAAATTTTGAAATTGTTAGATACTTAATTACTGTTGGGTGTGACCATAGGCATGCAATGGAAGTAATTTCAGGACCGCATTATCGTTATCAAATGTCAAAATCCACACAATATCTGTTTTCCTTGCAAACAAATCGAGACAAATATCGTATGCAAACAAGAAAAACTTTTTCATCAACACCAATATTGAAACGCCAACATGCAATCAAGAGATCTATTTTGAAAAATAATCTACTAAAGACCACATTGCGACCCACTAATTTGCATATCCAAATGTGTATTTGGTAATTATTTTTTTAACAAAAAAAAATTAACCGACCAATTTGCACACCGGTAACTAAATTTTTGTCAAATAAATTATTCAACAAAAATTTAATTTTTTTCTCGCAAAACAAAATCAATAATTTCACTCCAGTTATTGTCAATAGCGTGTTCTATAATAGTTTGTTTGAGTTCATCAGTCAAATTTGTTTCTAAATACATGCTGATTAAAACTGATGCAATTTCAAGATCAAATGCAAAATAGTATGCATTCAACAAAACATCTGATCTAAATTTGCGGCTGGTGATGATATGTCTGAAAACAATCAAATTGGAATGTTTGACAGCCTGATATAATAGCTCATCCGCATGCACTTTCAACGTGCGGGTTAAACTCTCCAACCTTAAATAAAACTGCAGGTTTGCTTGACCTGCTGCTAGAGCCAATGCACAATCTTCAGCATCGAAATCAATGCAAACATTATTATCAATCAAATAATCAAGTATTGCATTACTATTGTATTTAACCATAAGGGTAATTAATTCTGGATTGTGAGCTCCAAGGATATCCAAATAAAATCTGAGATCAGAATTTCCAAGGAGAGTGGCTCCTGGAAATAATGTATCGCAACTCGAGCTTCGCTCAGTCTGCGATTCAGAATTTCCTTTCGACAACAAATCTTGAAGAGCATCCATGATGCTATTTGTAGAAACAACTTCTGGATTTCCAAGTGACTCCAATAGTTCAATCATTGGTTGATCGTTTGATTCGATAGCGATTTCTATTGCGTGTTGGATATTGCTAAACCTAACTCTGGGTTTTTTGGTATGAACGTCAGATTTCAACAAAAGCGATGCGATTTTAATATTTCTATTAGTTACAGCCGTAATAAATGCTTTATCTGTTGGGTGGATACCTGATTCCAAAAGGAAGATAACCATGGCCACATTTGACGCTTCAACTGCAGCTAGAAGATGTTGTCCGTTTCCGTAATTGATATTTACATCTAAGGGCAAAACAAACCCGTGAGAAAAATCTTTGCGACATGCTTCGGTAAAGTTTTCATTCGCTAGAACATACGCTGCATCGAATGTAGAAATTTGCACTAATTGTTGTGGAAGCTGTATGATACCAAATCTGTTAAAAACAAAATTTGTTGCACTTTCTTGAAATTCGAAATCCGCAGGTAATTTTCTTGACCCATATGTTTTCAAAAGTTCCGCATAATATTTATCTCGCTGTTTTAGTGCAACAGCAAGGGGAAATATTTTAGTGTCGCCATTCATGAATGGTTCAAGGCTGCAATTAGACAAAACCAATAATTTTACCATAGCAAGCGCATCGGAACTAATTGCATAACATAAATGTCTAGTCCAATCAGTATCTGTGCGATCAAATTTAATTGCACATAGTCTGAACAACCTCTCATCATTTTTGTGTATGGCAAACATCGCAGCCATTTTTGCAAATTCCACAGTTACTCGATCCCAAAGCAGCAAGTTTTTGAGAGGTCCATCTGCCTTATACATTGACTTGCCATTAAACCAATTACCCGAAACATACTGATTTCCTTCAACAAATTGTTTGAATTCTAGTGTACGTGATGAACGTAGCATGTAAGTTGTATCAACTAAAGTTCTCACATTGGAATTTCTTTGGCAAACAAGTTCAATATTCAGGTTTGTGTGACTCAATAAATCCATAAATATGCGCCATTTAGCGGGTTCAAATTCCCAATGTTTGTTCAAGAATGTACAAAACTTATCAAGATTTCCATCCAAACTAACCCACGATGGAAAATCAGATGTTAAAATTTTCAAACTTTTGCGGAAAAGTGCCATTCTGGTTTCAATTCCATTTAATAAATTAGGTAAGATATCAATCCATGTGTACTTTTTCAAAGTTAACGTAACAAAGTAATCCATGACTCTGATTTCATCACTGCAAGTTGGATTCATCAATCTTTTCCTAAATACTTCGAAAATGAGTCCGTCGCTCACTAATGGATCAAAATCAAATTTTGTCAAATGTCTAAACAAAAGCTCATATGTGGGAGAAAATTCAGCACTTGAAATCAATGTTACAATCAAAAATGGAATATCATCTTGTGAAGTTAGTTTCCCTAATAAATTTGTTCCATCTTCCGACGGAAAAGGATACTCATGCAAACAATTATTGCGAATCTTTTCCACTAATTGCCAATAATAACTTTGATCGCTGATATCCATTATTAAATTGGATCTAATAATGAAATTATGGAATCCAACAAATAGGATAACATTTTGCAATTTTTATTTCTGAAAAGTTTTTTGGAAATAAAAACCACCTTACTTAGTTTCGTGGCTGTGTGCGCAAGTGAGTGAGCAAATCGCGATCAGCTTCATCACCGTTGGCGAAGTATGCTGTCAATTTCTTCATGGCCCAGTCAAGTCTCACCTTTTCGGAAGTCGTCTCACGTCTAATGTCCTCCAAATCAGCAAGCAATTTCTTGCCGACATTTGCTCGGGCCAATTCATCATCGTTGATAACCTTGATAATGTCACGCTGGGATTTAGTTCCAATAGGTGCAGTTGGAACAGGAGCTGAAACAGTGTGCACGGCATTGCCATTGCTTGGTTCAGCTGTCTTGGATTTCTTTCCAGGATGAGGTTCGAGATCTTCAATCACAGTCGGAGCGGAACGTTTCTTTTGCGGACTAGGCGCAGGCAACGTGTATGATAACTGGTTATCAGCCTCGTTCAACAGATCATGAATTTCCTGATCGAGTGTCGTTTTGGCAGAAAATGCAGGCGCAGGTGGGACTGGCCTTTTAGTTTGGGTCAAAGACTGAACTCGAGAAGGCTTTGTGACTGGAGCTGGGACTGGAGCCGAAACAGGTGCCGGAGTTGGAACAAACAAGAAAATGTGCTTGTTGACAATATCTTTGTCGTCAACTTGCTTGTTGACAGTCGCATAGATGTTGTACTTTCTGAACATTTTCTTGAAGAGCTCAATCAGGACGTAAACGTCGTCCTGTTCGTCATTATCAACCCAAACAGACTCTTTGCCCTCCATGTTGCTCCTGACTTTGCGTTTGAGTTCTCTGAAAGTCGTCACATCCTCTTCCATATCGTGTGAAGATTTGGTGTCACTTCGAAGGATCAAACTGAGGACCAATCTGAGGCTGTCGCCTGGTTCGTTGATGATATCGGATGTTTTTCTGAACACGTGTTCATCAGTGAGCTCCGACGGCGACCAAACCAGCGAGCTAGATTGCTTTTTGGGAGTGGGCGCAGGTGCAGGCGTGGATGTAGGCACATCATCAAAATCGATCTCGATGACCGGAGCCTTTGATTTGGATGTCTTAGCGGATTCGCTATCATTCGTTTGTTTTGAGGCCATTTTCGCGGATCGAACTTATGCGGGACACCGGAGGAATTGAAAATTCTAAAGGGATCGAGTTACTACGAGACACCGGAAGAATTTCAATTCTAAAGGGATCGAGCTGTTGCGAGACACCGGAAGAATTATTTATTCTGAAGGGATCGAGCTTATGCGAGACTACTATAGAATTTGATAGAGAGATAATCAGGCCAATAATTTCTGCAATTTTTTTGGTCAGCAAAGATAAAAATTGATCATGCAATCATTTTACTGTTGATATCAATGATGTGATATTATTGATGTCAACATCAAAATGAGCCAACAAGCGCAGTTATATGTGGAAACAGGCAAATTACCTGGCCCTGAAACTGAAATGAGTCCTTTTGAACAACTCGTCATGAAAAATGTTGATAATAATGAAAAACTGCAATTGATTGTCGAAACATCCATATGTTTTGGAGAAAATTTGGCACAAATTTTAAAGATGAAAATTCCATATTTGCAAGCTAAGTGTATTAATTTATTACCACAACAAAAGTTTGATTATGTTATTAATTACTGCCAACAACTTTTGAGTGCTGAATGTGTTAAAGAATTATCATCGGAAAAGTTGATCTTGTGGATTGAAAATGCAAAACAAATTACGATCGCAAATCTGAAAATACCTGAAATTTTCATCGAATTGAACAAATCTGTAATTTTGTTTGAATACATGATTTCAAAAGGGCTACTGTCTATCGCGACAGACGATAAACATTGCTTCTTGGAACAATATTTAATTCATTATGCAACTACGCGGAAAACCCCATATATCAAAGAATTGTCCCGAATAGTTAGATTTATTTTGTTTTTTACAAACGATTATACCGGGAATCTTGATATTTTGAATCGTTGTGACAAAGACACTTGTATTGCATTTGCAGAATTCTTTGCAAACAAATCTAAAATGTTAGCCATAGAAAATGCATGCATCAGACAATTAGGACAGCAAGTAAAAAATTAAAATTTTTATCAAATTATCCTTTTTATTTGCGAAGACAAGCTCCGCAAATAAAAATTGAAAAATTAATATATTACTAGCCGTTCAATAGTTCTAACACATTACTCACCATGGCTTCCAATTACAGACTAACAGTCTCTAAGAGTGTCAGCGAGTACAGACCAACAGTCTCTAAGAGTGTCAGCGAGTACAGACCAACAGGCTCTAAGAGTGTCAGCGAGTACAGATCATGGGCACAAGTTGCGAAGTCTGCCATCGAACCCAAAAAACAAACAATCTTAAGCGAATGCTATCTTACAAAACAATCCGAATACACGATCAGCGAAATTATTAGATATATACCATTTGTTGACCAAATTACGCTATGGCAAACTGGAGATTTAAATTGGCGTTCTTTGTACAAACTTGTCATGCAAACTACGACAACAGTTCTCATTCTTGATGAAAAATTTTGCAAAAAAATGTTGGAGTCGCATTGTGAAGTTGATCTGGAAAAAAATTCTTCGAATATTTTTAATAGGCCTACAAAATTTTGTACTGGAATTCTTTCAGTATTGAAGCCATACCCAAGAAATATTTTTAACAAAATACCAAAATGGATTCGTTTTCATAAAATTTATTTTTCTAAAATTGGGTGTGCAATTAATAACTGCATTTACAACATTCCTTCAAACAAAAATGAATCGTGTTTAGCAGATTTGCGCGATTTATTTTTGCAATCATGTTCCGTTTTAAAAAACGTTTACACAAAATCATCTGTTGTGTGGATATTCGATCTGCTATCACAAACAAAAATATTTACCGTGCTAACTAATTTTGAATGTTTGCACATTCGCAATTGTGATTGTTGTACGATTAGCATGCGAATGCCAGGTTCAGGATTATATTTGGCAGGTACACATTGCAAAAATTTTACTGATAATTTTTCTGTGGAAAATGCTGATACAGTTTCCGACGTTAGATTGAGCATTTTTTATTCAGATACCATTGTTTCGCGCTTACGGGGTGCGTTCGCAAAGGTGATCACACGTCTTTCAACACTACCAAATTTAGTGACTATTGAAGTTGTGCTTGATTTGAACGCATCTCAATACTATTACAAAGATGTGATAGATTTTTACATAAGGCAAATGCAAATAAAATGTGCACGAAATATTTGCTTCAGATTAATCAGAGGCACAAATTATAATGATTTATGTAGCGGCCGTCATGAAGATAATTCCACTGTTACAGCTCAATATACAACATTTGTTAGCGAACTTAAAAAACTTGTTACAGAATTAAATTTTGGAATTTTAAGTCGTTGATTATCATCAATAAATAACTTAAAACAACTAATCTCAACTAAAGAGCTTTCTCTGCAATTCGGACAAACCTAAAAAAATTGCATAAAATATATGTCTGTGAGAGATATGTAATTAACTAGTTATTCCAGTCACAAAGAGATGGCTAATACTTGGGCAAGTATTATTGTTGGCGCCAATGCTGCGAACCCTGCAACTGTGTTTGGACATCTGAATCCTTGCTTCGAAAAAAATGATAATTTTTACGTTAAGTTGAGAATCTTTGTCAAAGGAAACCCAGGGCTTTCTGTTGACCAGTATGTTTGTATGTTGGCGCCATGCATGCAAATCATAAGTGCTAATTCTGATTTTGGTGAAATTTTTTGCCGTGTGACTGATGCAGATTTGCGAGGGTACAATGGTCAAATTAATACTGATGGTGATGACAATGCAAATTACACAACCGACACCATTTGCACAAAGATCATTTACATGCTTTTCAAGAAGATGGACTGGTTGAAATATTTGGATGATGAAACAATTGACATGTTTTGCGATGATGTTCGTTACAAAGAACAAACCGAATTGGTTGCTTATCTGAAAGCAAATGGTTTGACTGAATCTGACAGCGCGTGGCTTAATGACTCTGGTTCTGATTCTGACTAAAAATTAATATTTAATTGATAAACTAAATATTAATTTACTTTTGCCAAAAGACATTCTTGCAGAATGTCTTTGTGATCAAAAGCCATCTCCGGCAGATCATCAACATTTGCCCACATATAATCAACTGCATCATCTCCAGCTTTGGCACTAATTATGTTGTCCAACCTTCCAATGAAAATATTTGTTATACAGAATCCCCTTGGATCACGCGTGTTATTACCAACTGTTTTAAAGAATTTGAGATCAATATCTGCAATATTAGTTTCTTCTTTGAGTTCACGTTTTGCACATGACATAATATCTACGTCAGTTGGTTCAATTCGACCTCCAGGGAATGCCCACAGACCTTTAAATGGTTCTTTACCTCGCTTTATTAGCAAAACTTTCTTATCGCTCAAAAGCACAATATCTGACGTTGCCATTACATGACCTTTTAGTGGCAAATGTTCTTGCAAACTCAAACCTTTGCCGACTTTTTGTGGCCAATCTGCATCAAGATCAGCAATTGTTGTGCTCATAGGTTTGTATTTATTTTCCAATGAAATCATGCCCCATGTTTTGCTCCGACTCTGAAATGCAAAGATTGTCCATGCATCTCTATTCTCGGGAATCATAACTCTGTGGAAGCTATTTACACCGTCCAGATAATTAAATGACCATCTAGGTCTAGAATATGTTGTGTATTGTGGCTTATCATTTTCATTCAGATTTTCTTTGGATAAGATTCGTTCTTCATAGCCACCAGCCAAAATAAAACTCAATCCTCGGTTCCAAGGGTGATCGTGATATCCTCTGTCAGGATCCGATTTTACAAAATGGTGAATACACATACCTGGACCGTTTGTCCATAAATTAAACAAGTGATATCTGTAAAGGAATGGTACTCCATTGTCATCACGAATAACTTTAACAGGAAGTAAGTTAGTTATTTTGCCAAGACACCATCTGATTGTCAATTCAATAATATTTGTAAACAGATTCCAAGAATTTTTAATTTTAGTAAACATCTTCACAAGAATATTTGGAATATGAAGTTTATGTTTATGACAAAAAAATTGCATGTTTAAAAAATTATGCGCAACCGATCCTTTAGAATTAAATTAGGTTTGATCTTCTGATCCCAAATGGATGTTTGTTGTGAAATTTGTCGCACACGTTTGCAATATGACAACCCATTTACTGATTTTCGATTAACGAAATCAGAGCATACATGTGGTAAAAATATGAAAAACATAACAGAAACTCATACCACAATTGAAAGTTGGGCAAATTTACCCAAATACTTAAATGAATACTACAATGTGGTAGGAAGTTTGTTAGGCCGTAATCTTATACAATCACAGCAATTTTGCACAAACACACACTTTTTAACAACATATCTTCATCTCATTTTACCATTCATATCTATCAATACCATGATTGAAATGTCAACAATCGATTACGATTGGGTATCACATGCAGATTTTTTAGTCAAATATTCTATTTTATTTAACGATAAAGATCAGATAGAAGACATTTTACTGACGCTGCAAAATAATTTTAATATTAATTATTTGGATTTCGATTTGGATTTTCTTTGCGACATAGATGTATCCAATACTTTTATTACTTACCAAAAGATAGGAAAATTATTAGACATGGGATTTGTTTTCAAACAAAAACCTTTATTAAGACTAGCTTTTGTGACAAGATTGGATGAGGAATTAATCGACCGTCTGGTTTATGAATGTGGTTTGGATATGAAATTATGTTTGGAAAAATTTACATGTGTAATTAGTTCTCTATCTTTAACTCAAGTTGATGTTTTAATAAAATACATAGGAGATCCCAATTACGTCGCTTCACAGTTTTTCAAACAAGACAGATTGGTTAATCATTTGAAAAATTTAATAGTTAATCATCAAGCTAATTTGGAATCAGCCATATTTGATTACAATCAATAAAATAATTTGATAATTTTTAACAAATTATTTTACGTCTCGTAGGTAAGCTTCTTTCGATGTTTCGACTGCAGAACTAAAAGTTCTTCGGGGTCTAATGATCGTAATCCAAAAAGTAATAATTACCATATTTGTAAATTATTCCGGCAAAATCTTGTCCAACATCTTCGAAGTATTGTTGAAAAATTGTTTCATAATCGGTATCTGGATTTTTAGTTTCCATGCATTTTTCAATTAGATTAGATAGAATTGATACAGACATTCGCTTTTCAGTTTTGATTTTGTAAAACAAATTATGCAACACACTATCTTCGTTTAGTTGACAATTCGCTTTGATCAACGCTTCTTGAATTGTGATGGCGGCATTATATCCATTAGGAATAAGGCAAATATATGAACCTGCTGGAAAAATGCATTCTACTTTGGCTTGGTTAGAGTAATGTCCGCCTTGTGGTTCCGTTGCAAACGTGCCACCAGCCGTTTACTGTCATTCTAATTTTTTCAGACGCCATGTTGGACAGAATACTTATTCAACCAAATTAATCTTTTAAAGCAAAACTGTTCTGCAATTTTTTGCAGAAAATTATTTTACTGGTTGACTATTTTTGAAATTTTGTGATTGATTTGTCTAAAATAATACTTTTGTTCTGAAGTTAGGTGTGAATACAAATATCTGGTAATTTCATCTCGACCACAGTAAATGCTAGTCTTGAGCACATCGTATTCTTGACTGGCAGGACTGCAACCCATTTCCAACAAATATTCTACAACATTAAACTTACCATAAGAAACAGCTTCATTTAGAGCCACATCACAACCTGTTCTTGGATCTAGTCCCATGGAAACCAATTCGCGGATCATTTCAAGTTTACCCTGTTTCACACAGTGAATAAACAGTTGGAATACTTCCGGAGTATGCAAAAGCTCTTTGATTTCCATTGCGAAATGAAACTAAACTGATTAACTGGAGGCTAATATCAAATATTTTGAATGCGCAATTTTTTTACAAAATTTAAAAATTGCAAACTTGAATTGCATTATGTATTCGTCCATTAAACATATTATTCTGCTCAAAAATGACCTCCAGATCATGTGAATCATGGGACTGCCAGTGCGGCGAATTGAATAACACCAGAGATATTTGTTCCTGTGGTAAATTCAGATCCAAAGGTAAAGTCAAGCGTTGTGAAAAATGGTTATGCCAATGTGGAACCGAAAATGTAACTGACATTTGCAAAAATTACGGATGCAAAAAATTCAAATCCAAAGGCGAAGTTCGCGGTTCGATTTCGTCTTCGTTCGTACCTGAATGGAAGTGTAAATGTGGAACATCTAATACGGTGGATATTTGCAGTAATTCAAATTGTAAATTGTTTAGATCTAAAGGCAAAGTTGCTGAACAAAACGATTGGTTGTGCACGTCATGTAATTCTCCAAAAGTAAACTTCGGGTCCAAGAAGAATTGTTTTACATGCAAGGCTCCCAGAGAAAGCTCTCAAGAAGCAAGTTCTTCCGGCTCACAAATTGCAAGTCCTGCTGTTACTAATAGCGATGATACAGCCACTTGTAATATCTGCATGTCAAATCCAAAAAACAGATCGCTTGCACCATGTGGTCATCCACTTTGTGCCGATTGCGCAGATAAAATTAAAGCCTATGTTAACTACATGAAGTGTCCTTTTTGTAGAGAAGAGGTTACACAAATTATTCCCAGATACGATTAATTATTTTATTTTTAATAAAAATTGAAAATAAAATGCACAATGAATTCATATACAAATTTAAGATCAGTTCGGCCACAAAATGAAGGCTTCTCAACTTATTGCTACATTAAGTTCGACTTTGAGCAAAAATCGTGAAAAATGGATTGAGTGCATTAAATTAAACAACTTAGAATCTGACGTTGACAATATTATTAATCATTTGACAAGCATTCGCAATTTATCACAAACGATGTTTTCGAATATAACAGATTCTGACGAAACCATAATTTTATCTGCAACTCGTAAACGAAAAAATCCTGATTATTTAGATAACTTCGATGAAGAACATTCCAGCAAAAAGATTTTTACGATAGAAGATGCAGAAAAATCTGAACTTTCCACAGATTCCGCAACTGACATTCATCAAACTAATTTAGAATTAAAAAAATTACATCAGCCGTACTTAATGCCAAAGAAAAATGGGCTACCTGTCACATTTGTCGCACAAATGCGAAAACCGAAATGTTTTGATAAGTTTAATCTAGGAGATTTTGTTAAATTTGTTACGGTGCGGAAAAAATTCATCGATTATTTTAATTCAGTGAGTAACGCTAACATTAATGCTACATCAATTGACTTTATTGTTGATGCAATGAATGTTATAGTTAATTCAAAAGATAACTGGTTTGAAAATAAGCACATGATAGCATATTTGCATCACAGATTATTGAATTTGTCTAAAAGATTTAGAATCCGCAGATCAAAAATTATTTTAAAAATTTTTCCTGGCATCAATCCAACTTTTGTTAATAACGCTAGCAGTTTTGAAGCGTGGGGTCAGTTATTGGTGCGAAAATGCGAATCACAATGGCTTGCAGGAATTCCAAATCCCAATCCAACAACGATTTACAGGTGGAAAAGTTTTTTAGATTATTATAATGGACCAGATTATTTTGGCTCGGTCACCATCGATGGTGTGGAATACATTGTTCCAGCCAATATGTGATTTTATTTTTAATAAAAATTGAAAATAAAATACACAACGAATTCAAATACATATTTTAAATTAGTATTTGTACTTGAAATAAAATGAAGGCACAACAATTTATTACCACATTTAGCACAACATTAAGTACAAACAGAGAAAAATGGATCAAATGCCTTGAATCAAATGATTTAGATGACCATGTTGATAATATTATTGATCAACTTGTAAGCATACGAAAAAGAAAGCGCACAGGTGATTTGCAGGATCTTCCCGAAAGAACTCCTAGTTCTGAAGGGATCGAGCTACGTCGAGACCGTGAAAGAAGTTCATCTTCTGGAGCGATCGAGTTATCACGAGACCGTGAAAGAAGTTCATCTTCTGAAGGGATCGAGCCGTTGCGAGACACGCGCAAAAAAATTTTCACAATTGAAGATGAAATAAATGCTGAATCTCAAACAGAACATGAACATAATCCACCAGAAAATGCGACTAACTTGGAATTTGAAGATCTCCATCAACCGTATTTAACACCAAAAATAGCTTTAGTTTCACACGTATCCCAATCGAACGAAAGGATCCGGATGAGTAAGAGACCTGTATGCTTTGACATGTTTGATATGCAGCATTTTATCAAATTTGTTGAAATGCGACAAAAACTGGATGATTATTTTGAATCTGTTATCGAAGCAAATCCCAATTCGCTGACGTTTGATCACATAATTGATGTAATAAATGTGATAATTAATTCAAAAGATAATTGGTTTAAAAACATACATATGATCGCGTATTTGTACCACAAATTAGCAAAATACCCAAGATCTCGATTCAGTTTGGCACCGTATAATCTGGTTACAAATAGTTCGAAAATTGACAGAGAAAAAATTATTTTACAACTTTTCCCTAAACTTGAATCCACATTTGTTATCAATAAGAAAAGTTTCGCATTATGGAGCCCAATTTTAGCACATGGGCATGAACTACAATGGCTTGCAGGTATCGTTGTTTATATCAAGCCAACAACAATTTATAATTGGAGAGTATCTTTGAGTAATTATCAGGGCGAAGAATACTTTGGCACAGTAACAATCAATGGCGAGAAATGCGTTGTTCCGGTTCCAACTAAATCTCTATGGTAAAAGAATTTTTCCTAAAAATTTATGAAAAATTCTTACTTCTTGAGTGAAATCAAAATAATAACAATTAAACCAAATACAAAAACAGTGGCCAAAATACACATTAATAACTTGGATGTTGTGCCAGAAGTTCCTTTGCGAACATCATCGAGGTTATCCTTACCGATGACAATGTCAGAATCTGCATTTTCAATATTTACATCAATAGTGTCAATTAATTGTTCCTGTTCAGAGATCATAGAAGCAATATCGTTAAACATATCATGGAGTTCAGATACTTGTTGTGCAATAGATCTGATATCATTCATTCTTATTTCAACTTCAAAATGCATTTTTGCAGCTAACTCTTGTTGTTGCGGATTAAAACCAATGTCAATATGATCCAATTCAACTTCCTCATCAGCACCATCAAATGAAATTGATGCAGTTTTTCGTACAAAACGTTGGTAACTTATCTCATTTTTGCTGAAGGTTTCAATCAATAATTTTACTGATGTTGTTAAGTTTAGCTGAATGCTGGATCTGATTTTTTTGTGGATATTTGTGGCTGTCATATTTTTGATCCGAGATTTAATTTGATCTAAAAGGCGCATGAACATATCTTTTTGTTTGGAAATTTTTACATTAGCATCTGCATCAAAAAACATTGTGTGTATGTAATTATTTTGCGAAGTGATGAGGACATTTAATAATTGATGTGCTTCGGTTATCATAGATTGTATTTCTTGCGCATCACACATAAAAGAAGGAATTGATGTTTGCGCACGTGGCACGATATCATGCTGATGTCCAAGTCTCAATCTCTCAAACATTTCAGTATGAGACTTGGTTATACCGCACTTGTTTTTCAACATTTGATGAGTAAGTCCGATTAGAGAATAATATATTAAATTATTAGTTTTGTCAGTCAAGAATTCTTGCAATTTTTATGGGGTGTAAATAGGTGACCGAATTTTAATTTGATCATTTATTTGCAAGACATTTCTCAAATGTGGAAATGAACATGAATCGCCTTCTTGGCCTGTGCATGAATGTGAATGTTGACATCGGAATCAAGTGTGGCCGGTTGCGAATGTGTTACTAGCGACATTGCAGTTGCAAGTTTGGCTTTGAGTTCGTCGCGTTCTTCTTCTGTTTCGCCGAGTTGGGCTTCGAGTTCCTTGTGATCAACTTCTGCTTCGCAAAGTCTGGCTTCAAGTTGAGCAATTCTGTCGTTGAATGTCGCACAAACTTCATCATGTTTTTCGCCGATCCCCTTAAGTTCATCTTTGAGGACAGTCTCAAGTTTGTAAACCATGGCATCTGCAAGTTCGGCACATCTTGTTTCTGTAATGCGTTCTTGTTCTTCGAGTTTGGCTTCAAGCTCAGAGGCACGCTCATTGGCAGCCGCAAGATCGAATTTCATTTCGGTGAGCTGAGATAGAAGATTCGAGTTAGTTTGTGCAAGACTGGCAATGTCATCCACTTTGGCTCTGGTTTCTTGTCTTTGTTTGATCAAATCGTCTTCCAATTTTCGGACTTTGGCTTCAAGTTCGTTGATCATAGCAGTTTGAGTGATGCTGTGTGCAGTCAGATCTGCGCGTTGGCTCACAAGGTTTGAATTGCCTTGCGTAAGAATGGCAATTTCAGCAGAACCAGATTCAACTTTTCGCTGACTGAGAGCCAAATCCTCTTCCAATTTTCGGACTTTGGCTTCAAGATCGTTGATTGTTGTGACTTGGGCGTTGCTGTGTTTCTTTCGGTGTTCAAGCTCAGATTCAAGTTCGGCGATTTGAAAATCATACTCGGCAGTTCGATCCGCAAGTTGAACTCCAAGTTGATCAGCGCGGCTCGCAAGCTCCACACATTGTTCTTCATGGAGCTTACGGAGTCTGGCAATTTCGCATTCATTGATATCTTGAGACTTCTTACGGTGAGTTTCTTCAAGACGTCGAATGGTGATGATCGCTTCCTTGTTTGCCTCGTTCTCGTCAGTTTCTTTTGCAAGTTTGGACTGGAGATCAGCAATCGCCGCATCTCGAGCCTCGATTTGGGTTTGAAGATCAAGAACTTTGGTCTCAAGCTTGCCATACTGAACACCAAATTCAGTGAGTCTAGTTTGTTGCTGGTTACACGTGTTTTGTGTGGCTTTGTACTGGGCTGCAATATCAGTCGAATTCTGACGCAAGATCGTTTCCGTGGCCTCGTGCACTTGGACCCTTTGTTGCAACTTCACTTTCTCAGCTTCGAGAGCAAGCATAGCGGCGTGAATACATTGGATTTCCTCAGAAGTGAAGGTGCGTGATCGGTCAGCCATTGTCGTCAAAAGTTATTCTAACTTTATCCGAGATCTCACGATTGTCGTCTGGGGTCTCGTCTCGTAGTGACTCGAGGTCTTTCAAGGAAAGAATACAGTTTAATACTTACAGGACTTTCTACGGTTTTATTACTGCAATTTTTTTTTGAAAATCAATAAATGAATGTGTATTTATTTATTGATTAAATATTATCCAGATTCACTGTCATAATAATAAATGCGAATATGTGATCCATTGTAAGGAATAACATCAACATCTACCAATCCATACAATGCACAGAAGCGAGTGTTAGTTTCATCTAGACATTGGCGCAAAAAATCAAAATTATGACCACCATAATCAAGTACTTTTACCAAGATGCATTGTCGATTAAAATCATAATTAGCTAAAAATTTAGAAACTTCTTCAGCTTCACTTGCATACTTTTTGTTTACATACTTATTGCATCTGAGTATACGAATATCCATCTCACATGATCTGCAATAAGAATTTATTGATCTAATATCAGAATTAGATAAGCGATACACATACCCCACATCCAAAACATAATATGAATAACGTCTGCCACTCATTTTGCTTTTGTGTCTGATAATATTGCCATAAAATCTTATGTGGGCAAAATTTGAATGCAATTTTTCAGAATTTAATTAAGCTCAGACTTGATTTAATAATTTTCAGAACATAAATGCCCACTGTAACATACCTTGTCTGATAACTGGCGAGACACTTGGATCGGTAATTTTCTTTTTTGCAGCTTTGCACATGTTAACTAGTCTAGTTCTAAATCTGCCGCTAGGACCAGTAAATCCTGCCCAACGTTTAATTTGGCGAACATCGTCTTTGGATCGTCTACCAGAATAAAATTCACAATACCATTGAACCCAACCGTATGGATCCTGTGCTTGAATCCAATGTTTGGCCTCCCAGTATTCTAAACTAGTTCCAGAATGAACACCAAATTTATTTAGTGACAAATCTTCTGTGTCTCTGGTTAACAAATTTGTATTCATATTTCGCAAAAAAGAATATTTTTTGTGAACATCTGAATAAGATTTTTTTGTTACACTTGAATAGATCTTTCTGAAGTATGTTCCACCAAAAATTCCATGACGAAACATCTCTTGCGGAGTCAGATTTGGTCTGAATTCTGGATGATCTGTAAAAATTAATGTGCGATCAGATCTTCTTTTGATGACCATCTATTTTGGATAATGTTGTATATTTAATTATAAAATCTACTTCTAAAAAGAATTTGAAAGTAGATTTGCACATGTTCAACACAAAGAGGCGATGTAGCCAGCACAATCAATGTAATCAATGGAATTGATCCACTTCATGAAGTCATCAGCCTCGGCTTTGTGGTTGTTGATGGCAAACAGAGCGCACACTTGGGTTGGGCAATATGTGTTGTGAATCGGGTGGCAGACGTAGATCAGTTTGACCATTTCGAAATGGCAGTGCGCAACATAATATGCCAGGTCATTAAATGAGAACAACTCGGCGAAAGTAGCTTCAGTAATCCCGATGTTGTTAAGAATTGTTGCGATGAACTTAACGTCATCACATGCAGCAGCAACCATGATGTCGTTTCTGGTATCTTGCGAAATAGTAGCCATTGGGCTATTTTGTTGTTCCAAGTGGAGAATACTATAAAATTTGTATAGGGTTAACAGAAAGTTAGTTTTTGCAATTTTAATTTCAATAGAAGTCACATCGCAAAATCTAACAGTTACTGTCAAAGTTGTGTACTGATTCTAAAAACTTCAGGAAATTTAAACGCTGTTTTTCAGTGGCTATTGTGTGGACACGCTGCAAACTTTTTGGATTGAGTTGCTCGCAGCCGGAAATTTCAATAACCAACTTACAAATTGTAAATCGCCCAGCATCCAAAGCCAATAGCAATATCTCGTCGTTAGCTAATTCTGGATGTCGCATCAAAACCTTACGAACACATTGAATATTACCATTCTTAATCAAGCCACGAAAAGTATTTTTGACGAAAGGCATTTTCAGAATTGAATTAAGCTCAGACTTAATTCAATAATGTAAATTAATATTAACCCACGGATTAATATTAATTTTCAGAAAGAATATTATGACAAATATTATGAATCTGGCAAAATATTTAATTTGCAATTTTTATTCAATAAAATATTTTTTTGAACAAAAACTGGTCAAATTCATTCGCCAACTTCTGGCATCTCGGTGGAGAACTTACACAGTTCTTCCACAACCATGTCAGCGAGGAATTTGACTGACTTGAGTTGCATGCAATCAAATCCCAAAGGCATATCGTTCACCAAAGTATCAAGAGCAATTCCTGCATCAAAAGTAACGCTATCGCGACCAGATCCTGTTGAAAGAACCTCAGACATTCGGTCTGCGATTTGGAGTTTGCAAGAGAAATACTATGGCCATCTTAACAGAAATATCAATTCATTTGCTTGTGCAATTTTTATTTTGATAAAAAATTGCATTCGCAAACAATCTATGGCTAGATTATGGATTACACAGTAGTTTTATCCTTGGAAATGACGTCTCGTGATGACTCGATCCCTTCAGAATCGGAAGTTCTTCCGGGGTCTCGTGGTGACTCGATCGCTGCGGAAGATGAGCTTCCTTCGCGGTCTCGCAGTGACCATAGCTCGATCGCTTCCGTGGGGGAAGATAAACTTCTTTCAGAGCCTTCAATCGAAAATGATGCATCCATTGATCTGCAGCCCAAACAATATGTTAAGTTTACAAGCTTAGATGGTAAATATCTTAGATACAATCTTGATAATCTGATATGTAAACAACATTTGGATGGCACGCTGATCGCAAAAACATTTTTTTCAAATAATTTTGCCGCAGAAAATGAAATGGAACTCAATTTCACATTTGAAGTTGTGAAGTTACTTGAACCTCTTATCAGAGCAAATCATTTGCAAATTCCACCAAAAAGATTGTTTGCACCTTTTCGTGCCATGATTGATTTTTTGGCTGGAAATAATGAAATTTGGATTAGTTATTCTAAATTGATCGATGTTGAAATCGCAGATATATTTGGTCGATCATATGATTTAACTGATCCACTTTTTGAAGGCAAATATTTTACACCAGATAATTATTTACTTTATACTGCTGATTCAGTATCAAATTCTGGACAGGTGCCAGATAACGTCAATATTGTGATTGTAAATGGTTTTCCTGATATCATTAATACCCAAATGCATGTTTCCAATTTCAAAATTTGGAAAAAATTACTTAGCGCAAGCGAAGCCATGGATCTGGGTCTCATTTTAGAATCTGCTAACAGTAACACATTTTCTTTTTGGGCAGACGGGATTAATGGTAAAACTTGTGAAGAAATTTGGTCAGCAGTAAAAGCTTCAAAATATTACAAAGCACATTCATCTTATGTTGCATATATGTATAAATGGTGGACTTTGACAGATGTTAATTTGGTTTTTGAAGTGAAAAACCAATCAGAGTAGCAAATTTTACATTGATAAATAAAATTGATCAATATAAATCCAAATGTAAAATTCTCTGCAAATTGTAATCCATATCAAAATGCTATCTTTATCTGGAAATGTTGTTCTTCTTAGCAGATTGCATAAACCATATCATAATATTGCCTTAGGGAAATCTCTTAGTGGAGCTTTCACAAAAAAAAATCCTGATTTGAAATCTATCTTGTTGTTGGCAAAAAGTAGTCCACATGTTTCAATTGGTCGCAATCAAGATTGTTGGTCTGAATGCAAGATTGATTTGATGAGGCAAAATGGTATTGATTTGATTCGCAGAGATACTGGAGGAGGGGCATGTTATGTTGATGAAGGTGTGTTATTATTTTCCATTGTATCCAGAAATCTAAATACAGATTTTAACTTTGATTTTTTAACTGAATCACTTCGCAAACTGGATTTTGCTGATGTCAAAAAAAGTGGTCGAAATGATATCCTCATTGCAGATCGTAAGATTAGTGGTAGTGCATTCTCTTTGCAACAAATTGATGGTGATCAAATTACTTATGTTATGCGTCACCATGGAACTATTCTGCATTCTGTTAACAAAGAGAATTTGGTTGGATATCTTACTCCGCACAAATTGAAACTGAGTAAACATAACATTGCAAGTGTGGCTTCCAGAGTGTGTAATCTGGTAGATTTACAACCAAAATTATCATTCGGAGATCTTCAAAAAGCCATCATTAGTGGTTACTCTGCAACACACACTGATGTAAAAATCTATGATTTGGATGAAGCAGATATTCAATCATGGTTTCCTAAATATTCAGAAAATGTTGCTATGTTCACTGATATTAAACACAATCTGAATGATGATCGCATTTATGAATACAATTTTGATATTACTGATTCATCAAATGATTTAACAAAGTCTCGACGTAGCTCGATCCTTTCGGAAGGGTCCCTATTTAGGATCCAATTTGACGTTATTAACAAGCGCTTGGCAAATGTTTCAGTCAAAACTGATTCAACCAATCTTGAAATCGTGCCCGAACTTGAGAGCTGTTTAGATGGACATCCATATGGATCAATTTCTTTTGATTCACTGAGAGCGCTCGATGATCCAGTTTTGCAAACAATGTCAACAATTATTGAACAATTGAATCAAATGTTACGTGACAAACCCCATAACAGGGTTTCTGAGAACGCCAGTGAGCACAAACCACATTAAATTTGATATTCGTATTAAAAAAATACAAGTACCAAATAATTTATTTTCTATTTCTAATGTTGTCAAGCAATTGCGATTCCAGATTTCTGCATCCGGCAAAATATGTATCAACAATTATGGATATACCATCGCGATTTCCATTTAGTCTAGCTTTTTCAATGTGGGACAAGAAAATACCCTGCAGTGTGACTTTTTTGTTTTCGTGATCATCCAAGATTGCTTGAATTTTTGCTGAAGATTCGTCGACATCCATTTTAACTGGGTCAATGTTCACATGTTCAATGTCTGAATCAGTAACTCCAAAAGAAACTCTTTTAGCTGGTGGTTCAGTTTGCAATTCGGAATTTCCAGAATCATCAACTATCACTTCTGAAGGAACTGGTTCGGAGGACGAGTTAAATTTAATAATTCCAGTAGGTAAACCTATTTCTGGGCCTCGTAAAGTCTCGTGGTGACTCGATCCCTTCAGAAGACAAGCTTCTTTCGGTGTATCATAGTAATTCGATCCCTGCAAAAGGTGAACTTCTTTCGGTGTCTGACTGACCTTTGGTCTATACACGTCAACAAAATAATCCATAATAAATTGTGCATCGCCATCAGATCCATAAATTTCTCCACCAACCATGAGCAAATAGAACTCAAAAATAATCATTCTGATCATGTGACTGCTGCATATCAGCAATCCAAACGAAGAAAATGATTTTTTGATCATGCGAACAAAATGCGAATCATTTGTGTGCAAAATTATTCCCGGTTGGTCTACAATTTGGAATGTCAAGATTTTCTCGATGATCAATTGTAAAATAGGTTTGCTGTAAGATAAAATTTCGTTAATTGGTCTAATAGCAAATGTTGCTGACAATTTATCGATGTCCCAGATTTTAACTGCAGCAACTGTTTTGTTGTCAGAAACTAAGGGTTTGTGTTTGCTAATGTCGACAATAAGCACATCAGTTTGAGTATCAAACCAACGATCCAAATATTCTTTTTCGGAAGTTGGGAAGGAATTCGTAGCTGCTGTGCAAGCATTAACAACATTGCGTTCAGTGTTAGCTAATTCACTTTCGGGCAAATGTGCCAATAATATTTTTGATGCTAACATCAAAACCATTGAACCGGCATCTCTATCCTGCACCAAAAATTCCATAAGTGTTGGATTTTTGTCCAAAATTGTAGCACATAGTATGAAATTTTCTTCAGCAATTGTCCCACAAGTTCCAAGAAGGTATTTGAAAATATCTGTGTGATGATATTTGAGCGCGACGACTGCAGAACAAATGTTAATTCCAGTTGTCGTGTATCCTATGCTCAAAAGATAGTCAATTGTTTCTTTGTGACCAACAATACACGCTTCTGACAAAAGATTATTGTTGAATTTGTATGCCCAAGTTGACTTTTCGAAGTGGTTTTTTAGAGCAGGCAAATTTTTGTTTTTGATGTATATTTTTGCAACGTCAACAAACGAATTTTTGGTAACATTCACACGTTGGGACAATGCAGTATATGAATCACGTTGCCCATTCATGCATTCTATTTGAAATTTCTTCCAATAATTTTCAAGAATGTGTTTAACAAATGGTGTATCCGTGCGTCGTTGTCTTTGGTCAATTGCTTTTTTGATCAAATCCGATGGCAAATGTTTAAAGCAGAGATTCATTTGCGCTTCTAGTTTGCACTCGATGCACATGTCCATAAACCTTTGTAACATGTATGGTTGAGCAATCAGTGGACGTGACAGCAAAAAATCCAATATTTCAAGTTGTCCATATGCTTCGGGTTTTTCGAAAATCAGCCTATTGAAATTGCAAATTGTGAATTTTTGAACATCAACAAGATATTTTATTATCTCCATAGATCCGATGCTGACAGCCTTAAAAAGACCAGCATTTCTGTTTTTGTAGGGATGATTGCTTGTTTCAAAGCAAAGTCTAACTGCAGCCAAATTTTTGCTCAGGATTGCATCATGCAACCTTTTGACAAAAGTTGAATCATAATTGATGCCATGGCGCTTTTCTAGTGGTCTTTTTGATGTGGATGCGGATGTAAATCCATATACATAGGAATTTGATGGTCTCATTTGCTGATTCGCTGACTAATATCAATAATTTTTTATTGATATTACAGATAATTTGATTTAGCAATTTTTTTAGTCCCTGCTACCTTTTTCACAATAGTAGTACCACAGACAAATTTCCAAGAAAATATATGCCACAGCTACGTATACAGCATAATACAAACCATTCGCGAAACTCATCCAAAGAGTCGGCTCAAAAAATATATCACCTCCATCTTTGTAACAAACCCTAACCCTAGGAATATTATCAATAGCTGGACAAGATATATCATTTTGGTTTCGCCCACAGTAATTTGTAACAATGAAGTATTGTTTGTCCTTGAAAGTAGTTTTGTATGTAACTTCTTGTTGTTCATGCGACATAGGATAATTTGTGAAGTTTCTGACATAATCAAAGTGACTGTACATACAATAACCAGTATCATATTGTGCATAGATAGCCCAACCCCAAATTAAAAATGCTGCGGCAATAAGGGTCGCAGTAAATATGCCTGTCATTGTGATAGTCAATGCCTTAGTTTTCTCTTTCTCAACAATGAGCTCACTTTGATGTCTTACCTTAAGAGCGTCAATATCTGCCGGATTGACAATCTCAACCTTGGCAGATTGGCCGGGTTCTACTGGTACCGGTGCTTCTCTTGCTTTGGCATCAACTGAGTTTGCAATTTTCCTGAGCAAATCATGAGTAGTTTCTGCCTTAGTACCATATGTCAACTCATAAAGACGTTTAAGGCTTCTGGTGGTATCTTCTTGAGAAAACCCATCTGGTCTTTGTTTGTGAACTTCATCACGATATTTTCTGCAAAATTCCAAAAATTCAAGATGTCCGGCCATTTTCGTTGAGGAAACTCCTAGTTCTAAATGGATAGAGCTACTCCGAGACTGAATAATTGTTATCATTAAACAGAATGTTAATAAGTATTTCATTTGTGCAATTTTTTTAGGAATTTTTAGAAATTTGTTTGTAAATAATATTCACAAACAAATTCAAACAAAGTTGATTATCGGGAAAATTTCACGACACATCCCACGGAAAGCAGCTGGTGCGGTATCAGGCACAGATAAGTATCTTAGACCTGGAGGCAGACCAATTTTGCAAAAATTGATATCACGATATCTGCAGATTTCTTCGTCATAGTATTCTCGTTTCCCGAAGTCATTTTTGGAAAATTGGTACGATGAACTCAGAGATGTGATACTTTTGGGAATGGTCTGCCAAAAGCTTCGATCAATGGATCCATTGTGGAATAAATTCAAAGTGATCAACTTTGGTGGAAAGACAACATTTTCGAGATTTGCTTTTAGGATCACATGGAGATAAGTCAAACCTTGCGGCAAGCCATTAAGATCATCAAAGCGTAGGTTACCCAAACAGTTCATGTACAAGTAGGTCAGACCTCTGGGTAGTTTGTCCAAAAATGTTGTGCTTTCAAGAACAAACTTGATTCCCAATTTTGTCAAAGTTTTTGGCAACAGATCCACACACTGAGTTGTTAGGCCACCAGCCTTGCGAACATCAAGCTTGACAAGTTGTCTTGAAAGTACACCAACATCTGCATCTGTAATTGTAAAATTGACAAATTGCATAGAAAACTCTGTCAAAATCTTTGGAAGGTGTTCGAGATGATCTCCATCAAAAAACTGCATCATGCCTTCAAAAATTTCGACGCTTTGCGGAAACTTTTCCCAAAACAAATCATCGCATGTGTTTGCGCCAAAGATCTTCAACGCGACAAGATTTGGAAAGATTTCGCTCATGGTGCTGTCACAGCCAGCAGCAGGCAAAGCCAATGATAACAAAGTCTTGGGCAGATTTTTCAAAAATACTTCCTGATGGGGGATATTGGTTGTTAGATTTGCATAGTACATACCGTTGTGTGACAAATTTAGTCCAAAATGAGTTAGGGACTCAGGGAACACACATTTAGTGATGTCGTATATGATGCTTTTATGTCCGGGAACTGGATCAGTGATATCTAAACTTGTTAGACTTGATGGGAGTTGTTTTTGCGCTTTGTCCACTAGCGGCAACATATCCAAGGCTATTGCAAGCTTGGTCAAGTTCTCAAACTTTGGGAACAACACCGTAGTTCTTGGTCTGGTGATTCCAAGTTCCATGTGCCTGAGTTTGAAAATTTTGTGATGCAAAAGCCTGTCTCCTGTCATGAACAACATCAATAATGGATCACTATAAACAGTTGCATAGATGTCCGTCGCTCCCTGAACCCAGCACATATCACGATAGCGTGCTTCAGAAGTGGGCTTGGATTTGCAGTACGGACGCCATGACTGCTTTTCAACTGGGAGCAGATAGACTGACAACATATCCAATACTTCTTGAGGAAACTTGGCAATTTCGACCATTTTTGGTATCTACTGACAGCGAAAGTAATTAGAGTTAGTTTTTAATAGAAATATCAACCCAAGGTTTCATGCAATTTTTATTTTTGAACCAAAATTCGAAAGTAAAAATTAACCAACATCATTTGCAGACAAAATGAATCGCTGATCGACAAACAACGTGTAATCGTTTTCATCTATGACCTGTTGCATTATGTCAGCAATATCTGATGGTGTTCTATAGAGCATGGCTCGCTTGTAACCAGTGTTAGGACATATATGATGTTTGTTTGGACTTTTGTCGTGGACTAGAGCAATTTTTTCGGTTTCACATACAATTTTGATCAAGTTCATAGATTTGATTGCAGCTCCGTTTGCAACAATAAACATATCGATCAGTTCAGAGATTGATTTCGGATCGGATTCATTCAGATTTTCATAAACCCAACTGCAATCTTCCAAAATATATTCACAATGTTCGACGAGCGCTAACTGAACCAAAGCTTTACCCATGACTTCTGTCGGCGCAATGCAACCTAAACCCATATCGTCACAAAATTGTTCATAATTAGACAAACCCGAGTCCACAGCTTCATAAATGTAAATTTTGGAATTTGCATCTATCCGAACATTTCTGATATAGCTAACGATCAATGGATAGAGATCTATACCATTTGGTTGAGCCATATCTGCTGGCTTCTGCTGAATACATTAAGTCAATATGTGTGATGATTGCAATTGTGCAATTTTTATTATCCCCAATAATGCAAATTAGTATTAATCCGTTGGTTAATATTAATTTTCAATGCCTATTTTCAATTTGATTTTAGCCGGTACACCTAACCATAAGGACTCTTTCTTAAAGATATTCATTAATTCATCGTCTCCTGCGACAACATTGTCGACCAACCAATTGATTTTGTCAATTTCGCCTTCTTCAATCGATCCGCAAATATATTCTACTCGAAAATGACGGCAATAATAAGATAGATCACAACCATTTTGTCGTATCCAATCTAAAAATTCAATACTGCATCGATGAAGCCATGCATTTATGCGAGAACCATTATTGGTTTTATTTGAAAATACATTAAAACCATTACTTACAAAATATTGTACAATCGATAAATAACCTGTCCAAATGCTATCTGATGCAACATGAGCTAAAATTGAACTTATGTCCATATTTTGAAGTATTTTCATCAACATATCTTCTTTGACAAGATTTTTTATTCCTATTCGGCGAAGGAAAAAACTATCAAAAATGTGTGACAAAACACCATTTTGATCGATTGCATCTCTTTCAATTAATTTGTGTATGATTTCGTGTGAAATTGTATTTTGCTGTTCAAGAAAACAATAATTCAATATTCTTGGTGAAATATAACATTTATCACCAAACCAATCAAATACCGTATCCAAATCTTTTAGTATCGTCTTACGTTTATTACACAAAATGGATTCAACCAAAATTGCCTTAGATCGAATAAGTTTCCCGACATCCTCGTCTGTTAAGGATTGGAATACAGTAATTTCGTTTGTAGATTTGTAACATCCATATTCATCCATATCATCTTCATGTGCATCAAATATATCACTGCCTACTAAACATAAGACTTCTTCTAAGTTACAATTAATATTCGCAACAGCAAAAGTTAAATCAGCAATTGTTATCACACCACCAGCATTAACATAGTCTCGAATTGCATCCATATGATCCCAAATTTCAACTGATGCCAAATTTAACATTTCGAACCTGATACCATGATGTATAGCATTATAAATTGCTTTTGGATTGCGACACGTAATAACATATTTAAATTCTAAAGGAAATGGTTCCATTTTGCCAATAACAAATGATTATCTTATTGCAACAAAAAGTAAAATTGGCGCGCAATTTTTCCAAAAAATTGCAAATATTTTTGTCTTGAGATTGAAAAATCTGACCATATTATTACTGAACTTTCCACTTGTGAGCAAAATGTATGCAACATATGATTCTTTTTTGCGACAACGGTTATGGCAGCGAAGTGAAAAACCTGTCCAAAAAACAAGTCCCAAATCCACTCCAACTGAACTTATTATAAGTTACATACAAACTGGGTCGACTGCCAAAGTCAAAGAAATTATTGGAAAGCATCCACATGTAATCAAAGATGATAATATACTATTAGCGGCCGTTTCATCCGGAAAGGTTAAATTAGTTAAATATATCATAAATAAAGGATGCAAGCTAACCAAAGGAAATATCGGAAAAGTTGCTGATGCGGCTGTGCAATGTGTTGATTCAAAAATGTTTGAATATATTGTTTGTGTTATTCCGAAATTCGTAGATTTGCCAACAAAACTTTTGGAAAGTGCAGTGAAACGCCATAATTTTGGTGTTATCAAATGTTTAGTTAAGTTGGGTTTTGATCCCAAACCACGAAGTCGTACTTTATTTCGCATGTGGTCGCATCCCTTTTTTGATAACGGGCTTGATATTCAAATGATTAATTATCTACTTGACTTAGGTTGCGATCCAAAGTCAAATTCAGATATTTTATTGATGGGTGCTGCACAAGAAAGAGATCTTGATTTAATTAAAAGGCTAATTGGATTAGGGTGTAATCGTTCTATTTTGGCCGACGTTACAAGATTTTGGAGTGATTCGCGAGCATCATTTGAAATGATTAAATATCTGGTTAATACCGGAAGTAAATTGACACGTGTAAATCTGAATACTTTGCAAACGATTATTGACCAAAATTGTTTGGATATGCTGGATTTTTTAATAGATAAAGCAAACTGCTTATCCGATGGTGATTTGCATTACTCAATATTAAAATCAATTAAAAATGACAAAACTGATTTCTTTGAATATTTAATATGCCGTGGTACAAACATTCCAACGTTTATGTGGCGAGACTTATTTAATTGGGCTCACAAATTTAATACTATTTTTTACACAAGACTTTTAGTGCAAGCAAATTTGGATGTGAACTATAACATCCCATCGTTGCTGTCCTATTTGGATTCTGGAAAATTTACCAATACAGTCCAATATTCATTTTGTCTTCTAACCAAGAAAAACAAATTGAAATATTTGGAATGCCGCCCAGCATCAGCACTTTTTCAACGGGGATTGGGGTCTGTTGACGATGTGCTGACCGAATCAAAAAACAAATTTGTTAACGAAACGATTTTCAATGGTCAACTGCGCTTAAATAATTCCCAAACAAAAAACAAATGGAATTTTTTGAAGCAAACATTGAAACCAACAAGTTTGTTTATTCAAATGGTACTTTTGTAAAAATCTTAATTTGAGTCCGTAACGTCATTTGATTAAAATAAGGTTGATATTCAATCAATCTTATTTTAATTCGAGTCCGTTTTTAGCTTGGCAAAACGTCATCTAATTAAAATATGATTGATTGAATATCAATCATATTTTAATTCGAGTCCGTCCAACCAAATAGCATTTTTTACCATAAATTTCATCAACATATTAACACGATATCCATCTATTTGGTTTGCCGATCCAACTACTTTGAAAACTCTCTTTATAAATTTGTCTATTCCAACAATTGATGCAAAAAATTCCATTGATACATTAGACCAACATAGAGTTTCAAAATCCAAATAGTTAATTGCATTCGCCAAATCCATACCTCCAGATTCAAATGGTACAAAAATTTCTTGATAATCTTGTAAAGTTTCATCATCCCAACCCAATGGAAATATTTTGGTAAAGTAATCGATTATTTCTTTTGGTTCAACACCGCGCAAACATATATCTGAAAGAGCTACGATAGATTGAGCATCACATAAATCATAATCAGCTATGATCTGGCTGAGCATATCTGAGTTTATTATTTTGTCCGAATCTGAAATTATCGTTAACAAATGATCATATTCAATACCTGATTGCCCTAAAAATGAGATCCAATAATTAAATTCAGCATCCGTAAGAGAAGTGGGCGTATAGGTATCGATTAAATATTGCAAAACATCAGATTCCAAAATACCATAATGGCAATGAAAATAAACATTTTGAACAGTAAATTGTGAAAAAATGGGATCAATTGCATTTTTGATATCAATTATGTTGGGAACATATTGTTCAATAATGTCAACACCAACTTTTCGTATGGCGATTAAATAAAGCATAATTCTGCATTTAGTTTCCATTTTAATTTTGTCATCTGTCAACATAGGGAGGATATCTTCTATTGCAATAATGTTTGCATCCAAAACCTTATTCGAAGCCATGGCAGATTCGGATAATTATTTCAAAAGTAAATCATTAAAAGCAAAATGGTGTGCAATTTTTATTAAATGTTCATTCAACAAAAATTACAAAATTACAAAACCACAATGTCGATCTTATCGTCAGGCAGCACAGGAAATACTCTAACTTTTTCAGTTTCGAAGTATGTTTTCATTTTGCCATAAAGGAGATCCAAATAGATCTCATGGTAAGTATACAGTTTGCGACGTTCTTCTCCTCCAGTTGAAACTTTGCGTGTATAATAGTGTTCAACAGGACAATTTGAAGCTGCGACAAATTTTTGTGAAACTCCAAGGGTGTCATAAAATTTTTTGAAATGTTCAGTGTCAGTATCACCACCAAAAATGAATCTAAACAAATCAATTGAGTTGAAATATCCATGAGCATCAACAATTTTGAGGACTTCAACCGGCGCAACCTTGAGTTCAAATGCTTTTCTTCTGAGATCCCATTTTTCTTTCTGAGCTGCGAGTTCGGCCTCAATTTTGGCCTTATCTTGAAGAGCAACTTTTGCCGCAGCAAGCTCGGCATTCATACTGTCTACTACAGATTGCGTATTGGTGCTCAATTTGAACATCTGCTTCGCTGTGGCCAACTCTTTAACCAAACTATCCATAGTAGCTCTTGCGGCTACCAATGCGGGGTTAGCTGCTTCAAGTGCCGCTTGAGTTACAAGAAGTTCAGATTCAGTTTCTTTTTGTTTAGTTTCGGCTGCCGCTAGTTTTGCCTTAAGAGTATCAATCTCTTCATTTTCAGATGGTGTTGAAACACCATCTGAAACATAAACGTGACAATTCACATAAACACCACAGAAATGACACTGATGTACAGGATAAATTCCTTGAATGCACCTCAAAGAACCTAGTCTATAGGTAATCGCAGTACTGTTAATGCACGACACGCAACAAAAAATTTCGGGCATTTTGCGACAGTGGACTAAATTGCGATTGATAAATCAATACCTCAAGCAATTCATTTTGCAATTTTTTAATTGATTTTGCGTAGCCTACGCAAAATCAATTTTCTTGGCAATAAAAGTCATTTCCTTTGGAAGATCGTCATTAAACTAGATATGCAAACAATAACCCATGCAAATCTAGTTTGAGTTTTTTGGAATTCAGTTTGTTGTATTGGCTGAATGGGTTCTATTTGTTGTATATCTTCGACTTGTACTTTTATTCTGCGTTTTGGTGATCCAGGTGCATTCCAAAATGTTCCTTCTGAGTCTGATGCAAACTTTGCCGGAGATCTGTACTTGAAGACGGACTTCATAGGGACTGCAAGTTCCGTAGAGATCGAGACACTACGAGACATTGTGAAACTAATGAAATAATGCAGCCAGCACGATAAGTGAATTACTTAGTCAATTTTTTCATTATTAGATGACTGTTGTGCAACTGTTTGATTAGCCACATCCAACATCTTATTTTTATTTTGCAAATATTTGCAAAACACAAACATAATATCTGCTGCACAAGTTTCGAAATCCGATGCGTCCACATTGTCTGACCACATTAACAAATTGGTGAACATTTTAAGCAATTGTGCTCTGTTATAAGCATCATCTTTAACGGGATACATTTTAGTATTTGCTAAGAATACTTGTAACATATATGATCCTTGAATAATACCCATGGATATCAATTTGTCTAACAAATCATAAAATTTAACTTCAACAAACATAGATTTGTCAGCACTGTTGTCAATCCAATCTTGCAATTTAACTTTGTCTAACAAGTCAATAGAATCTTTTGTTAGTTTGTTACCATAAGTTTCCATGTAGAAATTAAATGCATTTTGCGACATTAAGTTTATAAATTTGATTTGTAACTCGATTGATTTAAAATGTCCAACAAAATCCAATTTTTGACGTTGTTTTGAACACAGAGCAATGGTTGAATCAACAACTAATTTGGCTTTTTCCATATCATCTTGTACTTTGGTGAAGATTGTTTCAAAATCTTCATCTGGGATGGGGAAAGTTTCGGAAACTGGTGTGGTTGGTGTGGCGGGATTCTTTTCCGACACACACAAATTTGGTGAACATGATGTGTCGCCAAATGCATCAAATGCATAACAGTAATCATTTGCATCCCGCGGATAATATTGTATTGGGCGTACAACTCTATTCAAATTGCCACATTGATTACTCATTTTGCAACGGAATAAATGGTCAGATCTGCCAACGACAATAGAACTCATTTAAAGTGTTTATGAATTGTCAATTTTTATTTTAAAAAAATTGATAACAAAAATGCCTACACTGCATCTATAATTAAGCAATGGTATTCACCATGTTTTCTAAGGTTGAAAGATTTGGATCTGTGCTTAGGTCTGCGAAAGTTCATCATCGCAAACCAAAGATTAAGATATCTATTACAAAAAAAGCGAAACAATGTTTTCCAAAATTGGTATCCAAACAATCTTTGCGCTGTTATTCACAAAAAGCAAATCCAGTTATTCAAGAATCTAGAAAGATTGGCCTAGATGTACCTGATAATGCTAATCAAATTATTTTTGAAAAAAAACTCGACAAAATCATTCTGGCTGTACCAATCGATGTCAAACAACCAATTTCCAAGTCTGAAATAAATAATATTTATGATGAACTCGACAATTTTAAGGAATTTGATGACCAATTACAAAAATTTGGATACACAATCACTAAATTTGAGAAGGAATTGCTGAGTGCAGATATACAGTCAACCAAAAAACTTCCACAAAAGAAAGATAAGGTGCATCCATTATTTTCTCGCGAAGGAATTCAACAACGACTTTTGGTAGCGATTGTAATGAGTTTGATTGCATGCGCTGTTGTAACTGTGGGCGTTGCGTTGCTGTGGTTGTGGGTCGTTAATCCCATAGTTGCAATTCCGACAACTATTTTTACCATTGCATTTCTCTGTGCATGTGCTGATGATTTCTAATTTTCTAATTTTCTAATTTTCGAATTTTTATTTCAATAATCCAATTAAAATAAAAATTGATGCAAAAAATTTTCACGCGGTGTGCTTCATCAAACAACAATATCTGCCATGTTTTCCAAGGTTGAGAGATATCCAATTGGTTCTGTATGGAAATCGGCGAAAAGCCATGTTTCCAAACCAAAAGTCAAAGTTGCTGTTACTAAAAGCACTAAACAATTCACGCCAAAACCAATAATTAAACCAGCATGCAAACAATCTATTCGATTTTATTCGCAAAAAATTAAAACGAATATCAAATCGCAAAACAATATCGTTGCCGATAAAAAAATTACTTTCGAAAAGAAACTTGATGAAATTACACTAAATTCACCGCTTAGTGTTAAATTGCCAAACAGTAAACCAAGTGAAACTAATGAACAAGTTCATTTACTTGAAGAATTTAAGGCGCTGGATGAAAATTTGAAAAAATTTGGATATACTATTCAATCAGTTCAAAAACCATCACAAGGTAAAGCATCTAAATTTATACAGATGCTCGATGACAAATTGGAAAAAATTGGAGATTCAGTTAAAGAATCCCAAAGATCAAAACATAAACCCATCCCATTCTTTTCAGTTGCGGGTATCGGCGCGCGTCTTTTAGCAGCGCTTGCTATAACTGCGTGTATGGGAATTGGGCTTATGATAGTTTTAGGATATTTTTATTTGCTCTTAGAGCATCCACTTGTTGGAGTTCCGTTGGCTGTTTTCAGTGGTGCATTTGCAATTGTATGCTCTGATCCTTACTAAAGACTTTTTGTTACATAATGATTATTATGTAACAAAAAGTTAGGATAAGACAAATTCAGAAATTTGATCCCATTCATTGTTGATTGCATGTTCCAAAACTTGCTGCGTGATGCTATCTGTTTTACCTGCCATAGAATAATAGGTTCCAATCAACATCGATGCAATATCAAGTCCAAACGAAAAATAGTATGCATTGAGAATTACTTCTGGGTCAAAATTCCTGCTGGTCAATATATGTCTGAAAACCAAAATGTTGTTATTCTTAGCAGCTTCATAAAGTAGTGAATCGTTAACGCTCAGTGTTTTGATATACGATTCCAACTTCAAATAAAACTTCAGATTACTATGGCCAGCTGCCACAGTCAATGGATGGACAGTGTCAGTGTTACAATCAAGACAAACTCCATTTTCGATCAGATACTCTAGAAGTTCCATGCTACTGCTTTTGATAGCAAGATCTAATACTACAGGGTTATGACAACCAATAGCATCGACGAAAAATTTGAAACGACCATCCAAATTTTTTCCACCGATAGATTCTCTGAGAATATCAACTAAATTCGTCTCAACGAGCTTAGATTGGGCTTCTTGTTTTAAAGGTTTCAATAGTTCAATTATTTCGCTATTGCCTGCTTTCACAGCAATGTCCGACAAACGCATGATATTTCCAAATCTCGGTTTAGTACTTTTGCAGTAAGAATTGGCTCGCAGTAAAGCTGAAACAATTTTGGCATCTGTGTTGAATACAGCTGCTTCAAGTGCCAAGTCGTACGGATAAGCGCCCAATTCCAAAAGAAATGTAACCATCGCCAAATTAAATCCCTTGCATGCCGCGATGAGATGTTGACCCTTGTTGTAGTTGACAAATACATCAACTGGCAGTTTTGTATCCAAATAATCTGAACCATTAAGACAAATTTTTGTAAACGCTTCGTTAGCACGAATATAAGTTGAGTTGCATGTTGAAACTTGTCTCAATTGTTTTGCTGGTGAGAACATGTCGAGTTTCGTTTCAGGGGTAAATGTAGTTGAACAATATTGCAATAAGTCAACGTAAGATGGATCAGATGTTTTTTTTGCATAGTACATCGGATCTAATTGTGATGAAGCCAATTTGCAGTTTGATACAATAAACAATTTCACAATTTCCAACCGTTCTTGCATGATTGCATAACATAAATGTGCAACCCAATCCAAATCATCGGGATCAAATGTTATTGTTGCTCTTCGCAACAAAGGAATATCACCATTCTTGATTGCCATCATCGCGACAATTTTTTTCTTGCCATCTCTAGTGAAGATAGGAGCCGTTGTGCGTCCATTTGATACTGTTCCCCTTTCAGAAGTGACATACCATGCATCAGAGACAAATTGTGGATATCCTTTCCGAAATGAAATTGCAAATGCATTAAAAGTTGCTTTGTCAAATCCAATATTTGATGATTCAACTGAGTGAACAATAGTTCTGAGACTAGAATTTTTGTGATGGACGAGCTCCAAATTTAAATTTGTTTTCTGGTTGAAAAACAACACAAATGTGCACCAATACTCATTTTCAAATTCCCACTTATCATTGAAATGCTTGCAAACCATTTCAATGCTTCCATCGAGTTCAAGCCACTTTGAAAATGGAGTGGCAAGTTTGGGATGCAAATGAATAAATGATTTCTCTGTTTCCCAACCATCTAGCATATATGTAAAAATATGTTGGCCTGCAGCTTTGATCAAAAATTTTAACAATGGGACTGCATTATCTTTGAGATTGTCAATGATTTGTGGCAAACATTTTGCAATAGATTTTGCGCTAAACAATATCTTCAACATCATATGCAGCTCTTTTTTGGCATTGGCATCCGAAATTTTTGACAGTTTGTCTTGTACAGCATGCCAAATGAGAGCGTCATTGGTCATTGGATCAAAATCAAATTCAATAACTTTTTCCAGCAGCTGCTCATATTCGATACAGAGCTTGATGTTTGAAACCAATTTCAAAATCAAAAACGCGATATCATTGTCAGTATCAGGTTTCAGTTGTTTAGCCAGATCAAGTGTTTCGACAAAATCCTTGTCTTGGATCTTTTCCACGAGTTGCCAATAGACGGACGAAGCAGCAGATTCAGCCATCGCAACAAAAAACTAGAATAGTCATACAATAATGCTAACTTTCCATGCAGTTTGCATCGGCAATTTTTATTTGAAAAAATTGCAAATATTTTTGTATTGGTATCCGTATTTAAAACTAATATGTTATTCCGCACCTTAAAACAATGGGCAACACATCTACTCGCGACAAGCTTTCCACATCGACTAGCTCATCAGAAGCAGTCGAACATGGTGCACCTCAAATCACAGTTTCAAATGTTCCCACTTACAAACTTGTAAAAGATTCAGCCGTTTTGTTGGCAAACAAACAACACATGAAGTTGCAATCTATTTTTAGTTTGGCTCGAGGTAATGAAGTGCTCGAAGCATTTGTACTGAGCACATATTTGGAATCAACTGCTTCAACTGGAATACGTAATCCTTTGAGTCAGTTTGCCAAATTCACTGATGGCAAACTTGTTGCCCATTATTTGAACAAAATGGACAGCAAATATTTCAGCCAGTATATCAACCAATGTGCATCTGTATGTTCTAATGAAACCCTTGCATTGATATCAAAAGATAAAATAGAACGGTGGGCAAATGGCACTAATGTAGAAATGCTTATTAACTGGGAAACCGTTCGTTTCCTTAAGAGAGCTGTTGTTGAGAACTTGATTCCATATGGCACTGAACAAGAACCATATGGTCTTCTCACTCGAGTTGTCAAATATGTGAATGATGAATTGCAATCCGGAGGCCGTTTAAATACAATCTGCGCAAACACCGAATTTGTGTATGCAACTAAATACAAACTAGAACTTGCTGCTCTGCAAACAAATCCTTGCGATCTGTTTCTGGAAATAATTGAAATTCTAATGTACAGTAACAGAACTTTTCCTGTGAGTATTTTTGCAAATTGTCATGCAAAGATTTCACATTTGTTGGTTAAGTTCTATGCAAATGCGACACAAATGATGGAGGCAGAGCTAGCAACAAAGGGTGATTACATTGCTAATTTGGAATCTCAAGTTAAAGTGCTGAAAGGCACAAGTGATTAATTTTTTCATAATTTTATGGGAAAATTAACCGTTTGCAACGAAACCTAAAAATTATTATAAAACACTAACTTGCATCTTCGTTTGTAATTTTTCCAAAGGTCGCATAAAACTTCATACCTAGTTTTCAGAATTCCGTCAACTACCACGTATCGAATATTTGTGTTAGATATTTCTAAGAATAAGTAATAGGCAAAATAACTAACGGTAAATTCTAAAGTGTGGACACTTGGAGGCAAAATTTCTTTGTAGTTAGGATGATTTAGACGTAAATTGCATTCTGTCAGCAGATAGTCTGAACAAATAAAATGTTCCATTGATTTCATATTCAAAAGCCAATTGAGTGTTTCAGGATTTTCATGTAAGGCAAGTTTTCGAATTTTTTTCGGTAGGTTATCATAAAATTCGTTTGGTAAAATATTGGATTTTAGTTGTAAATATTCAACGGATTCTGGCAAAATGAGATCTTTAAAATCACACCGATTTACATGAAGAAAAGTGTAAGATACATTCTTCAATTTTGACATTTGGTTAAGCAAAAAACCAGTAAATTTTATTTTGAAACTGTGCGTTAGACATATGGAAAATGATTCAAGATAATCCCCAACAAAGTGCAAATTAACTAAGGAATCACCACCATAATATGTCAAATTTATGTTTGCAACCTTTAAAAGTGGTGGCATAATAACATTTGTTATCGCTTGTTTACCTTGGATTACCAGATGTAATTCCAAAAGATTTTCGTAAAGATGATGCAAATCTAAATCGTAAGAAAACTCTAGATGAATTTTTTCGACAAATTCAGACTGCATAAAAATTTCATTATCTGATCCATCAGGTGCGGCTAAAAAATTTGTGACAGTCACATTTTGTATTGGTAATGTTTGAAATATGTTAGGTTGTTTGTGAAATTGGCAATCGGCTTCAAAAATCTTTTGAAAATATTTTTGGTCTGCTTGTGTCCAATTGTTGTCAAATAATCTTGTTTTATTCAATTTGCAATAAAACATATCAGCCGTGCATGTTAGAGATGTTAAATTGGTGCATTTTTTTAACAAATTGTACAACAAAACATAATCATGATATTTGAAATCTTCTGGGATAATTGTTAAGTGTTGTAATGATTCTGGTATGTATTCTGTTAATTGTTGGTAAAATGTTGGAGTTGTGTTGCGAGTAATATGTAATGTTAATCTGGTCAAGTTTCGCGGTAAGAATTGTACTTGATCATAATCATCACCTGTAATGCGCATTTCTGAAAAAATGTACCCAAAATGTCTTTTGCTGATTTTTAGTGTTTTCGCAAACGTAATGGCTTTTTTGAGTTCAATTGGGCCAATAAACCTACAAACTTCTCTCCAGGCATCCAAATATTCAGCCGAAATAACAGATTTTGTTCCGGGTTTTGCATACAATTTAGGTTTAGTTTTTGGAAGATCGAATACAAACAAAATTACAATAAAAATACAAAATTTGCACAAGCTTTTAGCCAAAGTAATATATCCGATTGCAATAATTGCAATATCAGTTGAAAAATAAATACCATCAACAAAATCTAATATATATTTGCGCCAACCACAAACATATTTTGCACACATTAATATTGATGCAACAATGTTACGGTGAGGAATATTGTTAATATTATTTTTTTCAATCAGAACCCCAAATTCAAAACCAAAAACTTTTATTATGAAAACTAAATCAATTAACATTTGGATCAAAGCAATGCATAGTGCAATTTTGTGATTCCACATAACAAGCAAATAAATAAATTCTAACCAAAACCAACAAATACGACAGCTACCTGCATAAACACCAACTAAAAGTTTTCCCGAAACAAACCTATCTGAAATCTTATTTCGAAAATCAGACAACATCTTCGCAAAGTTGTTATCTGATTGAAAATTAGATAACAATTTAGCTTTCAGATGGAATTAGGTGACAATTTTTTTGCAAAATGTGATCATTAGACCTGTTTGACATTCAAAAAATTGAGTTTTAGACTTGGATTCATCTGCAATTTGCAATTATAATCGCAATCAAAACATCGTTCACTGTGTCCAAATAGTTCGTCTAAAGTTGCATTATGATGACGTTCCAAGTAATACAAATTTGTTGCTTTAACTAATGTTTTGGATGCAGATTCTCTAAATGTAAAATTTCTGCAAATCCTACCATTGACAATATCTTTTGTCAATAACAGGATAACTCTTCGAAGTCTGCAGCAATTAAATTCTGTAATGAATTCATCTGGGTGCACTGGCATGTAATCATAAGATTTCCGAAGACTCGGCGAATTTCTATAACCAACGATAAAAGCAACATTTTTCCTTGATGAATAATTAGTTAATCGAAGTGTTGGGATGGCTACAAGATATGGCACTAATTTCAACCAATCTGATGACATCATGTAAGCATCTAAATACTCGAGTTTTGCAAAATATTTTTTACGCGATTGTTTTTTATCAGCAGTTCGGATTGTAAGATCACTGCATTCATTCCAGTATGGATCAGGTGCAAAATGATGGGAATCAGGGAGAAAATCTCGGATATCTGATTTTTTTATGTAGGATACATATTTCCATGTAAGTTTTGTTAGACGTGAACATAATTTGTTAAGCGGTTTGATCGAACTGAAACTTATTTTGACATTTTGCAGATTTAATATGTGCAAATGTTTGAATATTTGCAGAGTGTTGAATGCATTTTTATTGCGGGTTTCAAAATTTTTTAAAGTCAAACAGCGCATCTTCTCACATTTTATTAAAGAAGTTGTTATTACTGTATCTGGCTGTGTATCCAATGTGCAATTGGTTAACATCGGTGCGGAGTTAAATAAATTTATTGTTTTGACTTCGCGACGATCTATGTAACCGTGCAAACATATTATGTCGATATTTGTTAATTTGTTAAAAGAATTTTTAGAATGCCCCCAAAATCTAACTTCAGGTAAAGTTGAAACAGATTTCAAATTTGCTCCGTGGACTGAAATATTTTTTGCAGGAAACAAAATTTTAATATTTTCCAAAAATTTCAAACCCGATAAATTAAAATAATTAGGCCAATGTTCATCCATGTAATGAAAGCCAATTGTCAATGAAACAAGATTTGGAACGCATACAAAATCATCATATGGCCTCATGATTTTCAAATCAAAGATATTGGAAAATAAATTGCCAGTAATTACACCACAAGATGAATCTTCGGGATAGGCACAATCACGAAATGATGTTAGATTTGGGATTTTCCTCAAACATAGCAAATCTAATTCTGCAGTATATGTTTCGATTGTTTCCAATTTGGAAAATTGGTTAACCAAATACGAAACTCGTGTAAAGGTTTTTAGATCAGATGGATCTATTTTGGGAATTATTAAATGCCTTATTCGGTTAATATGTGCTTGTTGTTCAAGTAAAATATTAAGACAAACTGGCAAACTTATGTGACAATTATTGTGTAAATCAAAACTGGTTAAATAAGTATTTAGTGCCGATGTTGGACTTTTGCTTAAAGTATGTGGTACATCGATCAATAATAATGCATTGTGAACAATATTTCTGAATTTTAGATCAGATTTGCATGCAATCCAAAAATTAATAAATGTTATTTTTCGTCTGGTGTCATTAAAATAACAAAATAATTCTGCTAAAACTTCAGTTGAAATTGTTGTTAATGCTCCCATATTGCAATAATTAATATTAGGTTTCTTGTTAGTTGTTAATAATGTTGTGCAATTTTTATTTTCGTTAAAAATTGCATAGCCCAACTACATAAAGTATCTGATTAAAATTGTAAGTAGTCAACAGACCGCTCCAAAAACGATGGCTCTCAATTTGCTGAGCGTTGATGCTTATGAAGCAATCATAAAATATCTTTCCTTTCAAAAAAATCATGCAAAATCTTTGGTAAATTTGTGGTTAAGCGGAGATAAAATGTTATCTGTAAAGCTTCATCATGCAATGTTAAATTCGAGACATATTTCAAATTTTGTTAAAAAAAATCCAAACAAAAAATCAGATTTGGATATTTACATAAAAGTTATTCGCGAAGAATGGTTTGATTGCGCAAAAGTTATTGAAATTCTTAAAATTTTGAATTCGACGTCCGAATCAAAAATTTTATCACTAAATGTTTCCAAATTGCATTCTCCTGAAGATCTCAGCAAGTTAACCCATTTGGTTCATATTCATGTTGATATCGCGCTCAACTTTTCCTTTGCGGCAAAATTTCCTAATTTGAAATCAATATCTGCCGGAATATTAATCAATGATTTACCTGAACATATTTTTGATAACATTAAAAGTCTATGTGTTGATACATATGAGCTTCGACTGAATAAACAATTTCCCCAAATAAAAAAATTAGTTACAAGAAAAATTTGCAGTTGCGACAACTTACCGTTGACTTTACCAGAAAATTTGGAAGTACTGATCTGCAATTCCAGAATAAATGACGAAGATAAAATATATGGTGATCTTATTGAAAATTTATCATTAACACATTATGACAGACTAACATATTTGTGGTATCCATTTTTCAATTCATCACAGCATTTAGCTAAATTTGTGTGCCTAAAATATCTTTACATTGAGCTAGGAAAAGTTAGATGTGAGGATTTCTTAAATATTCGTGCGACAAAATTGGTCTTGGGTGACCATGTTAAATTAATCAATGTGCAAACAACATATGAAAATGTCCAATCAAAAATTCATTATTTGGAAACTTATTCAACAGAATTTTTAAAAGTGGCTTCTTACACAAAGCCTAAATTTTTTTCGTGTAGTTATGTTCCACACGTCCCACATGAAAGTTTGTTATCGAGCGCGGAAACTCTGATTGCAAGATTTGCTAGCGAACAACAGGCTCTGTCATTTTTGGACTCGGTTGCGGATCTGCATCCTAGAATCAAAAATAAAACTGCTGATAAAAATATCAAATGTTGTGAACATTTAATTGTATACAAACCATTTATTATGCGCACTGAACAATTTAATGTTTTCATCAGAACTTTTGAAGAATATGTTGAAAAAGGTTTTTTGTCAAGTGTTGAATTTATCGGTAAGTAGTAAATTTTTTATTGGAAATTTTCCGGTAAAAAATTATTCGAAATCAATCACATCTCCACCCGATTCATAAATTTGCATGGTCAATCTGTGGACTTTTTCCTCAAGTTCTGTTACTTTGGCTCGCTCATGAACAAGCTCTTGTTGCAGTTCGGCAATGATTTCGTCTTTGCTGACAACAGAATCGGTTTTAGATACAGACGGCATGTCTCTGAGAGCATCAGCGAACACAGTTTCCATCTCTTGAAGTGGGAATACTCGAAATATTCGTATAACTATCACAATGATTTTGTTGTTGCAATTTTTTCACTGTCTAGTTCTGGAAATGCTGTTTTTATTAATTCAAATGTTTTAATATGAAACAAATTGCGTTTAGCGTTAACATATTTATAAAATTCAGCCTTGAGTTCCTGATTTGAACCAATTATGTCAGTCATAAACCATGTTGCAGTATTAATACAATCAATATTATTTTTGTAATTCAATCCAAGAAGATCAAACTTTTTCCCAATTTCAAAGCCTAATTCATACATATATTTCAAAACATCTGATGAAAAATGTTTGGATATTTCCTTATCGGACATTTTGGATGCACAAGCCTTAACATCAAAACCTAAATTGTTAAAATAGTGAACGATGGTCTTTGATTTTGATTTCAAACATCTGCTAACATCAAAATCTGATCTATGCCCTAAGTTCAATAGATCCAATATTTCTATCAAATCATTTTCCGGCAGAGCTTCATATATCGTTCCAGAACCTACACTACGATATACATTAAATATTTTATAAGCAAGTATGCATGTATCAATATCAAATTTTTCAATTAACATCATAAAAACGTCTTTGGCAATAACGTGTTTTGCAACATCAAAACAGAGATCAACGATATTATATGTGTACTTAAGCTCACCAAAACATTTTCTATCGTATGTATGAAAATGATCCAAAGCTAAGTTTACGTCTTCCATCGTTCCGTTTTCTGAATTTAATACGGCGATTAATAGATCAGCCATTGATCTAATATCGACAGTGCTCGCCGCAATACTATCATCTTCACCTATGTATAAAACATGCAATTCTTTTCCACATTTGTCAAAAAAATTACTTGGAAATAAATGCAAAATTTTGTTCAAACAAATTGAAGCCTCAACAGCATAACTTAAATGTGTTTTAGTCAAAATTCCGCCCATTTGAACATAACTTTCTATTGTTTCCGGATAATCCCAAATTCCATAATTATCCAAACACAAAATCCTGAGATCTAAACCCATTGCGCAAGCATATTCTAAAGATTTGGGTGTTGAACATTTCAACCTTCCAATCAATTCTGATGGGAGATCCATTTGTGGCTGTGATAAATAATTAAACCTATGTTCGATTATTTATTTCAAAATCGTTGTGCAATTTTTACGTTAATGTAAAACCAGGTTGACAGCAAATGTAAAAAACATTTGTTTCAAACCGATTTTACACTAATGCAAAACCGGGTTGACAGCAAAAATATTTGTATCAAACCGATTTTACGCTAGTGTAAAATCGGGTCCAATTTAAGTTTCTCCATTGCCGCTCCAAAGTCTGCTTTGGCCCATGTGCAAACCGGAATACCATTCATCCATACAAATACTCTATCATGTGTGACTAATGTGTAGCTAGATGCTCCTTCAGCATTTGTGATTTGGGTAACCTGTTGTTTATTATCACCTTCGTCTAAACCCAGTAAATCGAATGCTTTAACTTCAGTTCCATTTAACCAAACAGGATGACCGTCGGTGATATGCAAATCCTGCGAAGGTTGGTCACCGTCAAAGTGTTTTGGAATTCGAATGTAAGATTTTGGAGGTTTAAGTTGAGCATTTCCAAGCAATTCGATAAATTCGCCGTCCATGCGTTTGATTTTATCACCAGTTTTCAATTTGCAAATTTCAATCGGACCTTTATCTGTTTCTACTAAAGTATCTGCTCTTACACACACATCTGGACTGAGGTTTTGTGCAAATGCAAAATAATATCCAGTGTATACACCTTGTAAAAGTGGTCTACTGGCAACATTCCAAGTATACGATACTGCGGAGTTGATTGGAACAATTTTAGACGTTAAATCCAATGCATTGGTTGTAATATTGTATGTAGCTGTAAGCGTTTGACCAAATACTGGAGAAGTTCCGCTTATGACTTGATCGATATGATATCTTGATGAATCAGTTGCCGATCTTGGAATAGTTCCTGTTGTGATTGTAGAATCTGGACTAACATAAGTCGTGTTTCTAGTTGCTGCGATAGCTGTTCCAGTTGCGGCAAACGTAGGTGGAGCAACAGTGTATGAATTAAATCTGACAGTTGGTACAATAGTTTGGTTTGGCATGGTTGATGACACGCCCAAAGATCCTTTTGCTGGAACTGTGTAAGCAGTGAAAACATTATTTTGATCTGGAATATTCAGAGTAATTGCAGTTGTTTTGTAATTCAGAACAAAAAACAAACAATAACCATATTGTGTTGTAAATGTTGTTGGTATGATAACATTTACACTTTGCATTCTAGATGGAGTACCAGCATCCATCACCGAAAAAGTTTTTGGTAAATTTGAAGTCGTTGGATCAGGTACACCAGCGCATTGCAAGATATACGATGACGGAGTTGTAGATGGTGAAATTGGGCCAGAAGAACCATTATATGGCACAAATGTTGTATTGGTAAAACTTCCAACTGACGAAATCCTAACAAAATTTGAATCGTAAAATTCAACTACACTTGCATATGCACCCATTTACAAATGTCGATATTTACGCGTATATTAAGATTTTATCGTTTATCGTTAAGATTACTTCGTTTATAATAATCTTAACTAGAAAAAGGCATATTGTATGGTTGGTGAATTAAATACGAAGACAATGGATAAGCCACACCGTTCATGTTTATGACGTGAGTTGATCTATTAACAACATCGTACGCGGAATTATAAAATGCTCCGGTATCAGTATTTGCATAATTTATCGTGTAAGTTTGATCCTGAATTGTGATTGTATATGTTACACCAACACCAAGAGTTGCTAAACTAGTTGTTGTTATCACTATTGGATCCGTTACTGGTTGAGTAAAATTGCCGTATATTGTTTGAATGGTAGCAGTTGCTCCTGATGTCGTTTGAGGGGCATGAACAGCTTGAATTCTATAATTGTTGGTTGCAGATGATGGATTTCCCAAATTTTCTGCGGGATCGCACATGTCAATCATTATAATGCTAGTAACACCACCCATGATTTATTGTTAGTATATTTATATCGGTAAGAAATATAACTAATGACCGGGAAAGATATCCTCATCTTAAATGATGATTTTTTTGTTGTAAATGGAGTTTATTTCGAACACAATTCCACATACACACTACATGTTAATGATAAAAACTTATTTGTTAATGATAAACAAATTTCAACCAAATGTCTTGTTGGAAATAGAACTCAGCATCAGATCAGCTTGGAGATCAATAACAAAATTCATTTATTAGAACCAGAATTATTTTACGAAGTTGAAAATGGGATTTTTAATTTGTCAACTTTGCATGATTTACGTCAAAAATTTATCCAATCAAATCCAAAACATTTGTATCAAACGGATCACCTAATTTATGCACATTTTTCAAAAATTATATTGCCAGATATCAAGTTATTTCCTGAATTGGCAACACAACATGAATTTGAATTAAATGCAGGAGATGCATTAATAATTCCTCCTGGATGGTGGCACCTAATCAGAAACAAAACAAACACACAATCAATTAATTTTTGGAATTTTACTGGAGATGTAATTTGTGGAACACAAATCGATGTATCGAATGTAAATTTGTATAAAAATCTAATAACAAATTCAGTATTGAATCAATTGCTGGAAGCAAATCCGCCAAAATTTTCTTATTGTAAATCTGATGGCATCACGTTGGATGCTTATGCAAAAGGTTCTCTAAATAGGTCCATTTTGAATCCTGATTCTTGTGGATTATTAGACGGGAAATGTAATATTTGGTTTGCAGGTGCTGATTCAAGTGTTGGGTTACATTTTGATGACAAGATAGGCATTTTAATAATGTTGGCTGGTACTAAGAATGTAAAGTTATATCCACCATTTGCATCTAAAATGTTGTACGGAATGCCGCTCAGTCCTCCATGGTCTAATTACACAACAACTTTGTGTCCAAGGCCAAATGAAACAACTTTTTCTAAATGCGCCGAACGTAAAACTCAAGGTCAAGAATTATTTGCTCTGCTCAAAAGCAAAGCCACAACCCAGCACATATTTAATATTACAGATGCAACTTTCAAGATATATGGCGAAAATGCTGTCACATTTGGCATTAAAAAGACATCTGTTTCTAATTCTTACAGAGTTGAATTTTATGTTGGTCATGCCAAATTAAATCGTTTAAATTTTGATATTGAACCTGCAAAACAAATTATTGAAAAAATAAATCAAACGTATGCTGTGTTAGGTAAAATATATTCCGTAAATTTGTCATCAATGGTTTTTGACTGCATATCAGCACACTCTTATTCAGTAAAACTTGATGAACAACCTGAAATCAAACCAGCTGATATTGATATTTATTTCTATGATGGAATTAAAAATGGAGGAATTGTGGGCAGAGTTGGAACTTTTACGGTTGGCAAATTTAAACCAACAGGTGAAATGTATGGGTCTGCACAAACGCTAATCGACAACACATTTGTCAAAACATTTATCAATAATGATGCACAATATAATTTTTATAAAGATATGTGTGCAACGTATGGCTTATTTAGGATGTGTTTTATTTGGAAAAAAAATCCATATTTGATGATACACTGGTTGGGAGTAAAAACTGATATTTATTTAGATTTTTTGCGGAAATATGATTTTGACAAAGCTATTTATGATGTGGTGAATTCTTCCACAAATTATGTAGATGCAAACGTTTGCCATGATATCGCTTTGACCATAGATACAGACTGTAATGTTGTGCAAAGTGCAATTTATGGGTGTCTTTAAAATAGAGTTTTCGATTTTCACATTCCGGACATAAAAATTAAATATAGTTTCACATTATGTTACCTTGAAATGCGCTATCAGGGACTCGCCGCGAGTATTTTTTGTGTTTTTGCACTGCTTGCTATTGCATCAGCAACTAAATATGATTATATTGTTGCCGGAGCGGGTACTGCTGGATGTGTTGTTGCTGCAAGACTCAGCGAAAATCCTAATGTAAAGGTGTTGTTGGTGACCAATGGAGAAGATCAGACTGGAAAGCCTGAAAATCAACTCCCTCTTGTCAAGCCAATTGTTTCGCCTGTTCCCACGGATTATATTCGCTTTGCTGACTACACATTGTCTACTGAAGGACCTAACTATGGAGCTAATGGACGTAAATCGTCTGTTGTACTTCGCCCCAGATTGTTTGGTGGAGGTTCTTCTGTTAATGGTGGCGCATTTATTCGTCCTGCGAATTCCGATTATGATATACTAACTAATGATTTGGGTCTAAGTCACTGGTCTGTTGATGAAATTAATGCAATTTGGCCCAAGATTGAAACTTTCCATCCCGAATCCGGTCCTGTTCCTCCTGGACATGGAACTACTGGTCCTATTAATTCGCGTGCTGTTAGCCCTGACTTGTTCCTCAGTCTTTATGCTGCATCTATCCAAAATGTTACTGGATCTGTTTCCAATCCTGATATGGGTTTGGGAAATATCCGTGGATCTGGTGTAACCGTTAGACCACTTGGTGGACCTGCTAACGTAACTGTGACCGGAGATTATGTCAGACAAGATTCTTGGACCAGATATATTGTCCCAATTCTGGACAGACGCAATCTTGATGTTGTGGATAGAGCCACAGTCGTCAGTGTTACTGAAGGACCTTCTTGCAAAAAGATTAACCGTAATACCCCTTGCATCAACGAACTGACTTATGTCCGTGAAAATAAAGTTGAAACTGTTCGTGTTAAACGTGGTGGAGAGATTATCTTGTCCACTGGCTCAATTGAAACTCCCAAGATCTTGATGCACTCTGGAATTGGTAATTGTGCTGATCTAGCTACTCACGGAATTTCTTGCGTAAAGGATATTCCTTTGATGTCCAAGCGTATTTATGAGCACATTTCCTTCGCAACCACGCACATTATCCCTGCCACTTCACCCAGCTGGCCTGCTCACATTGGATCTCTGACTTCCACTTATCTGTCGACCAGACCTGATAACAGAGTTAACATTGAGATCACTGCTACTGGTTTGCCTATTGCCAGTCTTGGTTACCATCTTGTTATCACGCAAGTTGTTTTGACTGTTCCTGAGTCTTATGGTGAAATCCGCCTCAAGGATGGAGATTGGAATACTGCTGTTAACATCAGCTTTAACATTTTCGGAAATCTTTCTGATAAACAGCCTCTCTTGTACTCCTACAAGAAAATCGTGGAAGCTGCTGCCAGAACTACTGCCAGTGGAATTCCCATGATCCAAACAGGACCTGCTTCTAACATCCTTCCCGCCGGAGCAACTGATGCTCAGATCTTGGCTTGGTTGACTGATGCATCTTTCTCTGACTACCACACTGTTGCAACTACTCCCATGGGCAAGTGCGCTAATGGTTCCACTGTTGATGACCAACTTCGTGTCTGTGGAGTTGATGGTCTTCGTGTTGCAGACAATGGTGTTATGCCATTCCCCTATGCTGCTCACTCCACTCACACTGGAGCATTGATTATTGGTGAACAAGTCGCTCACTTTATCAAGGATTTCTAAGTTAGTTCTGAACGAGCTTATGATAAAATTAAAATTGGATTAATAAATTCAATTTTAGTTTAGCTCGCAAAAAGTGTTAACACTTTTCATTCGTAAAATATGTTCATCTGAAACCATTTTTGCATAACATTTTAGAATAGATTTGATAGCCAGAACGGCATCCGCACCGAATTTGTCGTTAAATTCAGCGTAAATTTCCGCGCAGTCTCTTGGATAAATTTCTTCGTAAATCACGTATTTGAATGTAATTGCCTCGTTTTCTAATTTGTACAATAATGTAAATGGATCCATATCAAAAGTTCTAAAATATGAATCACGATACATTTTTGGGGCAAAATAAGTTAAACCAACTGCGCATAACATGTCATAACTACGGTCACTTGTTACTCCACTAAAAAGACGAACTTGTTTCAAGCTTTTGGCTGCCGAATGTGTTTTGGCAACAAGATTGTAAACGAAAATCTTGTCTTCAGGTGAAAGTTTCAAAGTAGCTCCTTGTTGATATGATGCGCTACTTGGTGTTAGTGGTGGAAATGAGCCAGCCAATACATAGGTTGTGTGGGTAGATATTCTTTTATTGAAAACTAAATTATGTTTTGTGCAATCGGTAAGCACTAATTTTGAATAATTTTCGCCAATATCACGCCATCTGCCACACCAAGTCCAATCAATAAACCTAATTGGTAATTCATCATGCTTGTATGAATTTTGTACCCATGCCGCATAAGCAATATACGTTGCAAGGTTTAGCCACTCAATATCTAATAGATTGTATGAATCAGTTGTTACATCATCACTATTCATCATTGCAGTTACGACATCGCCATACTTAAGGTTTTCTTTGAGTAGTACATTAACAATTTCTTTAGAAAATTCAACATTACCTTGATAAATAGGATCGTTTGCTAAATTAAAATTATTATGCAATGTGAAAGGTGACAAACATTTTTGTGCATTGGGTCCTAGAACAAACCAAATAGGCATCGCATGTTGTCTGGCTTCTCTGCCAAGTCTAACTTTGTAATCGTATCCAAAATCAGGCATTTGATCTAACTCAGGTCTCCAACAAAATAATTCCCAATAACAGCTAACTGGACTCATGTATCTTGCAATTTGTTCCAGCTCGCTGTAAAGTAAAGGTTTCCTTTCGAAAATTCTGCACGTATCACTGCTTACGACATTAATAAGGTTATCTAAGGCTTGAAATTTTTCAACGATATCGGAATTCCACTGAACGTCAATTGTATCGAATCTTTTCATATTGGGATCTAACTCCAGAATATCTTCAAACAAATCCCATCTAGTTTTGGCACTAAGATCAAACTTGAACACAATGCCATCTATTGATTTCAGTGCGTAACACGGGCGTTCACAAAGAGTTTTCTGGCCCATTTTGAATGAATACTTCGAATAATGAAAAGAGTTGTTGGGGATTGTTATTTCAATTTTTATTTGCGAAGCTTGTCTTCACAAATAAAAAGGATAATTTGATAAAGTTTATCTTTGTCGAATTTCAATTTTTATTTGCGAAGCTTGTCTTCACAAATAAAAAGGATAATTTGATAAAGTTCATCTTTGTCGAATTTCAATTTTTATTTGCGAAGCTTGTCTTCACAAATAAAAAGGATAATTCAATAACAGTTTGCTTTTATTGAATCAATCACATCTGACAAAATGCAATGGCACTTGAAGGTATGGTTTTATCTGTAAATAATGACACATAACATGTTAGAATTGCTTTGATCGCATTCAAAGCATCAACACCCAATTCAGATTTTATTTTGGTGATGAGGTGAAGCAGTTTTTCTGGTTTGATTTCACTGTTGCTGTCGACATAAGTTTTGATAATTTTGTAATTTGTTGTTCCATATAGAACACTGAAAGGATCCGCACCCATGTCCATAGCTCCACTTTCATACACTCGAAAGTTCAGTGGTGTGAGTGGTGTGAAAAAATTCAAACCAACAAACCGTAGAATGTCATAACCATTGCATTTGGGTGATGATACATGTCGTGAGAAAATAGAATATTTGCCAGAACCGGCTGCCAAATGGGTTCGAGCAATAATGTTGTAAACAAATGTTTTGTCTTCGGGCGAAAGTTGTGTATGAGACAACTGGTATAGTTTATGTTTTGCTGTTGGTGGTGGCTGTGATCCAGCTAACACATAAGTTTCGCGATATGCCAACTTTCTGTTACAAACCAGATTGTGCGTTATGTGCGACTGCATAAGATTTATGTAATTTTCACCAATGTCACGCCATCTGTTACACCAAGACCAATCAATGAACCTAATTGGAGATTCAGTCGATTTATACGAGTTTTGAACCCATGCTGCATAAACAATATATGTAGCCAAATTCAACCATTCAATGTCGAGCAGACTGTATGAATTAGTTGTTGCATCATCGTGATTCATCATCGCAGTTTGAAGAATATCTTTATCCACGCATTGCTTTGGATTGCTTCGCCCATCCACGTATTGCTTTGGATTACTACGTTCATCCACGCATTGCTTTGGATTGCTTCGCTTATCATCTAATGGTTCAAGAAGTGTCTTGGGGAATTCTATATTGCCACTTTCGTATATTGGATCCTCTGCCAAATTGAAATTTTGGTGAAATAGACACAGACCAAAATACAAGTTATCGCCAAAATCAACATTAAACCATGTAGGCATTGCGTGTTGTCTGGCTTCTCTACCAAGTCTGACCTTGTGATCGTAACCAGAATCAAACATTTTGTCCAATTCTGGCCTCCAGCAAAATAACTCCCAATAACAGCTTGTCGGACTCATATATCTGGCAATGGGCTCCATTTCGCTATAGAGCAAAGGATCTCTTTTAGTAACTCCGCTGGCTTCGCAAGCAACCATGTTATCCAGTGCTTGAAACTTTGCAACCATATCAGATTTCCATGGAATTTCAATTGGATCAAATCTTTTCAATGATAAATCTAACTCCAAAATGTCCTCAAATAGATCCCATCTGGTTTTGACCTTGATGTCAAATCTAAAGTCAATTCTATCACTTGATCTAAGAACATAGGTTCGTTTGGATCTGCTGACATAAAATCTGGGTTTGTGTGGAATTTTTCTACCAGATTTTGTCGTAAAAGGGATTCTCATTCTGAATTTCAGAGAAAGCTCCGCTTTCGTCGAAATAAATTCTGAAATTCTGGGAATACTTATGAATTGTTTAAGAATTTGTCAACATGTTATCTTTTCAATTTTTATTTATGAAAATTATTTTCACAAATAAAATGATATTTATGACTGGCAAAATGTTTACCAGCTAAAGCTGGCAGAAGGTATTGATTTTGTGCAACTTACTCTTGCATTTAGATGTGGCCCGATAGTACCTCAGGATGGTTTTGATGGTATGCAGAGCATTTGCCCCAAATTTGGTCTTGATTTCGTCCGAGATGCATCTCAGATTTCGACGCGGAATAATGCCTTCATCATTGGCATATCTGTGGATAATTTCGTGGTTCATGAATGCATAAACAGACATAAAAACACTTTCGATATGCGAGTGCGAATACCAAATTTTCCTGTCCTCGATTGGAGGAAACGCATCAAGACCGGTTTGAAGTAGAATATTATAACCAGCGGAATCGTGGAACATTTGCATTAGTGAAGGTTGAATATTGACAACCTTATTGTAAATAAAGGTTTCGTCTCCCGCCGAACGTAAATCGTGTACATGATTTGGCAAACTGAGATTTGCCATGGGGTCTGGCGGTAGCTCGAGCCCTGCAGCGAGTACAATTCCTGGGTCCGGAATTGAACCAGCCAATATGAATGTGTCGCAGTATGTCAAGGGTTTGTCGTGAGTCAAATCATGACAAGAAACTTTATGCGCAAGTTTTGTATAATTCTCGCCAATTTCACGCCACTTTCCACACCACGTCCAATCGATGAATCTGATCGGTAACTCAGGATTGCTTTGCTTATACGAGTTTTGAACCCAGGCTGCATAAACAATGTAAGTTGCTAGATTTAGCCATTCAATGTCGAGAAGGGTGAATGACGTCGATGTGTCGTCATCGGAGTTCATCATAGCAGTTTCACGACTGCCAACAGGAGTCAATACAAGATTGCGTTTGTGCGTTTCAGTTTCGATGCTATCCTTTCCAAATGGTTGATCTTTGTGAACATAAACAGGATCGCGTCTCAAATTGAAGTTTTTATGAAACAAAAACGGATCGGTAGCTGGCGTTGTCACAAACCACCTAGGCATAGCATGCTGTCTAGCTTCCCTTCCAAGTCTGACTTTGTAACTGTATCCAAAATCAGTCATCTGGTCCAATTCTGGATGCCAACAAAACAGTTCCCAGTAACAGTTCGCAGGACTCATGTATCGAGCAATAGGTTCCATTTCCATATAAATAAGCGGCTCTCTTTCTGTAGAATTGCTAGCTTCGTTGGCGATCATGTTATCCAAATCCCGAAACTTTGTCACAATATCAGAATCAAACGGAATGTCAATTGGATCAAATCTCTTCAATTCAAGATTGAGTTCAAGAATGTCTTCAAACAAATCCCATCTGCGATTGGCGCTTTGTTCGAATTTGAACTCAATCTTATCACTAGATCTAAGAACATAGGTTCTAGGTCTGTATAGAATCTTTGATTTTTTCTTCATAGCGATTCTAGTATGGGCAAGTACTCTGAATAAATAAAGATTTGATCAATCAATTGCTTTTTCAATTTTTATTGCGGACAAAAAATCGAAAAAATGCGTATTTTGGTAAATAAATACTTAACATAATTTAAGCATTTATTACGATTCTATGATGCGATAACGTCTTTAGTTTGCAATTCCAGTTCCAACATTTGGCGCTTATTTTCGTGGAACTTGTTAACAATATTAGAGACAAGTGTTGGATATTTTGTGAAATTGATCTTTTCAATCAAATCATTATCACTAAAAAACAACATTGTTTGAATAAGTTTCTCATAATCCAGTCGCTGTTGTTTGTTGCATGTTGTTTCCATGGACTTTGCCCTTCCCAAAATTGCTCTCCAAAATCCAATATCTATCTCAAACCCATTTGAGATAATCTTGTCCAAAAATGCAAAATTTGGACAAGCAAATAATGAAAAACTAGCGGCGTTTGGAACGTAAGTTTTGAATTTTTGTGAGTCTAATCCAGTGATAAAAGTTGCACTCATGTGGCAATTATATCGATCCATATATTCATCAAAATGCTCCTGTTGTAATGCATTTACGTATTTGAGTTTGGCGTTAATGTCACGAAATTTGCTAATTGCATCCAACAACAAATAGGCTGAATCACCTGCTTCGTTGAAGAACTCTGTCAGTGTAAATTGCGTTTGCTGGTCCATCGCAAATGTATCCATGACCCTCGGAGTAAGTTGTTCAACAACTTACGACGACTGTAATGTTTTTGCAATGAATGGGTTAGTCAGTTAATTTTTAGATGCAATTTTATTTGGTAACATAAATATGTTGTCAAATAAAAATTCAATATGCCGTAGACTGTATTTGTCCTTGGTCAGTCACTTTCATTTTGCTTCCAATGTTGCAATAATACCCTCTTTAGTTTTGCATTCAAGTTCCAATAATTTGCACCTATTTTCATAGTATTTACACACGATTCCTGTCACAAATTTTGGATAGTGTTGCAGATCGATGTTATCAATAAGTTCGTTTTCGCAGTGCAAAATTGTTTCAATTAATCTGGAATAATTGGTGCGGGTATTCATCGATTCTTTTTTCTTTATGGAAATTGAATTATCCAACAATTGTTTCAAAATATCTCGACCTTTAATAAAATCACCCAAAACTAATCTTTCCAGAACAGAATAACTGCATGTTCTCACAAGATCATCAACCTTTGTACTTTCTGCAAATTTGGCAAATTTATCTATATCCAGACCATTAATAAGTTCAATTGATAACAAACGACCCCAACGCTCCAAATATTTATTAAAATATTTTTCGGGTAAGGCATTTACGAATTTGATTTTTGCCTGCAAATTCTTAAAATCGTGGATAATATCTAGTAATCTAATATCATTAGCATCGGTTTCTTCAAAAAATTCTTCCAAAAATGCCTCCATTTGGATTCTCGCGAATAGCTTTTAATATGAATATCTGATGACAAACATTTGAGTTTATCAATTTTTATTTCAAAATCAACACATATCCATTTCAAACTCATCATGCCATTCACCATCTACTTTGATATAAATTTTATTTTCGAGATACCCCGAATCTTGGTGATCTTCCATAAAACTGAATTTTGTTAAGTGTTCTGGCAGCATATCAAAAATATTTTGTGGAAATTTTGTAATGTTAACTCCAAATTCAAATGTTCGCATCAAAGGAAAATGATTCAAATGTTTTAGTAATGTGTCCATGCATTGTTTTCTTGTGCCATCATATCCAGCAATCCGACTCGATTCGATGTTAATCGATTTCAAAGTGGGTGGCAAAAACATTAAATCAAATGATTCTGTAATTCCCACATTATAAAGTCGAAGCTTTTCCAAATTATGTGGTATCATGGATGGAACAATTGTTAAACCATCAAAATTGCTTAAATCCAATTTTTTTAGTGCCACGGACAAACATCCTACTATGTTTGCGCCTGCTTGTCCAACTTTAATTTTGTCAACATAAACAAAACGATTATTGGGTCCTGCTATCTTACAATATAACAATTGCGGTAGATCAAAGTTTATTACTGAATCGAGTTTAATATCTCCAACATTGAGATAGGTTAAGCTTTTTGGCAAAATAGCAAATTCACTCGCAAATAAAAGTTTTGTTTTTAGATATGTCAAATTTGGTGGAAATGATTGAAATGATGTGCGCGTGAGTGTGTTTGGTATAACTCGAACTAAATGCTCTTCTATAATCCGATGGTGTACATTAAGAATTAATTTGTACAATGTCTGAGGAAAAAATGTTGGTATGATATCAAACGTAACATTACGCAATTTTAACATTTTATTAAATATTACAACATTTCCAACCACCATTGTTTGGGTTAGATTGAAAATTTTGTGTATCAATCTGCGGTTAAAACACAATAATAATGTTTTCAAATAATCTTGTCGATTTCGTTCATTTTTGGGTTTCGTAAACAAAAACTCAAAAAGTTCAGTGAAAAAATCGTCTGATAAATCCAGAAAATGCATTTTAGGTTCAATATTATTTGTTATTTGTTTAATATTAAATAATATCAGTGATGCAATTTTTAATCTGAATATTTAATCTGAATATTTAATGGCCATAAATCCCGTTTGTATTCGCGCAAAACTAGGTTCTCCATAGTAATCAATTTTGTCATACCAACAATTTTGTCCTTCATCATTAATACCGCGCATGAAATGCTTTATAATGAAATCGTGTCTGAATTTTCCCAAAACGGATAAATATATCATATTCGGTGGAAGTAAATTACAAATATTATTTTCAAAATTAAGCACGCACGTTATTTGTAATATTTTGAGATATGGTAAGTGTTTCAAATCATCAATTAACCTTTGTGTTTGATCAGTTTCGCCGACATATCCAAAAGCTAAACCAAAATTAATCTTTAATTCAGTTAAACTTTGTGGCAAGTCCCGAAAATTAAATGTGTTATTAAACATATTTTTCGTCACAGATAGAGTTTTCAGCGATGTTAAACATTTAATATTTTGTGCAAATCTTTTGCCATTAATACCAAAACCTTCGACAATCAAGTGTTCCAAATTTTTAGGTAGATCGTCAATAACAGCATCAAACACATTTTCTTCCGAAAACATGTACATATGTTTGTATGAAACATTCAATTTGATCAAATTTGGAAAACGCGTACCTAACTGATAATTTAATGCATCTACCAAAATTATTGATATGGAAGTCAAACTTTGGGGCAAGATCTCGAGTTCAGATTCAAATATGTCATTCATTTCGATTGTGGTCAAATTTGGCGGAAACATTTCGAATGGCTTTCTAGTTTGACTTGGATCGTTACGCAATTTTAATATAGTTAATGTTGCGCATAAACGCAAAGCATTTGGTAAAACATAGTATTTTGCATAGGTCAAGCGTTTCATATGCTTTGCCATCAGTGCATTAATATCCAAAACGCATATTTTGTGCGTTAGGTTAGAAATTTTGTACTGAAGTTTGTAGTTAAAACACCAAAATAGTCTGGCTAAATAATCTGGTTCTTGTTTTTCATTGGGAACGCATGAATTGGTTGTTCTTTTGCAATAAAGGTAACTAAATAGTTGCATAAATACATCATCAGACAAGTCCAAAAAATGTGTTGGGTTGGTCATTTCACCTGATAATCACTTTCACTGATTTTAGATCAGCAAAGTTAGTTGCAATTTTTTTGATAAAAATAATTCACACTCTACACACTAACAAATACTTTACCAAGCCACACACCATTTATACGTTTGCATTCAAATTTGCCCGTGTCACAATGAAAACAATCTTCCATCCTGTCATCAAAATGATCTTCTAATTTATCAATAAAATTAAATTTTGTCAAATGCATGGGCATTCTTTCCATAATGTTGTCATCTAACCACTTAATTTCCACACCGATATCTAATGTTTCTAACAAATGTAGATGTTCCAGATGGCCTAATAATGTTGTAGTGCGCTCAGCATTTGTGCCAAATGAAGAATATCCTTGCATGTAATAAAAATTTGCATCCAATTGTGTGAGACTTCGTGGCAAAGTCATTAAATCAATTTTGTTACCAAAATTTGACGAGATCATTGTTAGTTTGCGCAATTTGTGTAAGTGCGACAAATCAAACAATTCATCAAATTTGCAATGGTGGATTATTAATATTTCCAATTTGCTTGGTAATTTAAATTCGGATGGCAATTTGTCAAATTTACAATCTGTAACAGATAATTCAGTTAAACCCGTTAAAAATGCCAGATTAGGCACTTGATCAAAATTGCATGCACTAATATGCAATTCTGCTAGCTCAGGTAGTACTGTTACAAAATTAAATCTTTCAGTTTGATAACTAGAAAATTTTAACTTACGTAGGCTTACGGGTAAATATTGAGTAATGTCACTTAATGATTTAATTTTGTCACTTTGCAAATATCTGTGCGGATGACAAACTATCAAATCAGATAAATTGGGCAAATTAAAAACAATTGATTTGCCTTGTGAATAGTCTACATTTGTGACTTCAAGATAGATCAAACTTTCAGGTAGGATTGCAAATTCATTGGAAAAAAGCAAATTTGTTTTCAAATAAGTTAAATTTGGTGGAAACGATTCAAATCTTTTTCTTAAAACAGGTACCACTGACAATCTATTTGGCATATCTTTGTAATAATGATGTTCGTATAAAGTTAGCCTAGATAACGTATTTGGGAAAAAATCTGGCACAATGTTGTAAATAATCTCGCGCAATCTTGGCATTCGATGCAAAAATTTTAATTTAACTTTTCCATTTGGATCGGCGAATATGTGTATTTTTGGAGTGAAATTAAGGACCTTGTATTCCAGCCTGTGATTGAAACATTGCATCAATGCTAAAAGTGGATCAGGATATGTTTCATTCCACCTTGATTTAACATGACGGATGAGTTCCTCTAAAAATCCAATGAAAAAATCATCAGGTAAATCCAGAAAGTGCATTTTTAAAATGTGATAACGTATTGATATTGTTTAGTATTAAATAATATCAATCGCGCAATTTTTTAAGAATAATGCCACACTCCATCAGTTCTAATAGCTCTTGTCGAACAGGCTCCATATGACATAGGGTCTGATGCACCATGTATTTCAATAAGATTTGGCGGCAACGAATCCATGTGTTCACGTGAAATATAATCCAGTTCGACACTTGCACTTATGTCTAAGTATGACAACAAATACAGATGATTTGCCAACATATTCAATAAATCACCACTGTTCAAATCATCTGAATCTGCCCCAAAATCAATATTGTCTGTGTTTATTATTAAACGTTTTAGACTGCGTGGTAGAACATCTAATTTTATTATCGTCCTTGAATTAACAACTAAATCAAGTTTTTCCAAACAAGTCGGCAGAACTACTCCGTGTAAATTTAATTCACATGAAACGTGCATTTTCATTGATTTCAAAGTTGGGGGTAGGTTTTGGATCAAATGACATGCCATTTGATTGTCAAGATATGTTCTTGGTAAGACATAAGTTGTTGATTTTTCAAATAGTTTGATATCCAAATCCCAAAACGAACGATTTCTTACACAGACGGATCGTAAATTTGGCAAACGCATTTCTGGTAAATAAGTTGAATTATCTTGAGTAACAAAATCAAATTTCAGTTTTGTTAAAGTTTCCGGTAGCAAATTAAATTCTGATTCATGAATGTTCTCTACATTGATATATTTCAAACCCAGTGGTATGGTTTGAAAAGCCATAAGTCTTGCATTTATGATAGATAATCGAGTCAAATTTGGTGGCAGGTCAAATGTTTCAGTCATTTTGCTTTTGACGTTAATGTGGAGGTTGGTTAAACTGTGCCTTGGACCCAAAATTGGCATGATTAAATCAAAACCAACATAACAACTCAATGTGCGTAACTTAGGTGAATTTTTTGAAATTTGGAAGGCTAAGGCAAAGTTTTGCTCATAGATAGATATACATTGAATAGCGCTAGATATTTTTGCGCAAAGTTTTTTGTTTAAACACCATATTAATGCCATAACATCATCTTGATCTAGCATCAAAAATGCGTCCATAATAAAAACTGGTTTAATGTATGGCATATGTTTTAACGCTCGACCATTTTTGCGATAAGCATCTTTTTGTTTACCACAAATTGGCGTTGAACCAAGATATTTTAAAATTTCTGACAGAGCATCCGTTGATAAATCACAAAGATTCATTTTATGAACAGGTATTTTATGGTAACTCAATCCCTTCAGAATACAAGCTTCTTTCGGTGATCTGATGTTAATCATTTTTGATCCAAGTTGGAAATTAATGCGCGCAATTTTTTGTTTGCAACAAATGCCAGACAAAATTCTGATGATTTTTGCTGATATTACTATAGAAACTTAAGATAAACGAACGATGGCAACAAGGTTTTTAACCGTAACTTCAGTTCTTATTGACTTGGATGTCAATAATTACAGTTTTAATTTTAATGGTGTGTTGGGAGGAATTTCGTGGGCAATTGCTTCCACAACCGTACCAAAAGCTGGCTTGACCAGTGCGAATATTACCTTTACAGGAACTTGGACCATTACCCAAGTTGGATCCAATTACACCACCACATTCTCCAACTCCACAATCAATTTCCACTACATAAATTCTGGAGTGCCTACTACAGTTACTGTAGCTGGTGCTGTATCTAGTTCACCGTCTGTCGCTATTGTTGCAAACCATGTAACATTGGATTTGTCATCAAATGCTGGACCTCCACCATCTGGTGTTACTCTAACTCCAGCTACACTGTCATCAGATATTATTATCAGTGCTAATGCGGGTCAAGTTGGTGTTATTACCTCAACTGTTTCTCCAGGTGATACATTTGTTTACTATTTTAATAGAGATATCAATTTTGACTTTGTTTTTGACGCAGGTTTGGGTGGTTATGCTCTAAAAATAACTTCAGCATTGTTCCCAGAAGTTGATATTAGTTTACTTGCTGGACCACAAGAAATAGCTGCAGATATTTCAAATTTGTTGGTATCCTATGTGTATGATGCCGGTACTCAAACTTACAGTATGACCGTTCAAATTCCAGCTGGTGGTTTCGCTACTCTTGGTGGTGGATCCAATATTTTGCCAATTTCACAAACTATCACAGGAATAAATATTGGTGGCACTACAAGCATAACAAACACATTCGGATCATCTGATGCGACTGTCCTAAATGGAAACAATAACAGAATTCAAGTCGGTTCGAATACTACACCCATTCCCATTTATGATACTTATATCATTGATTTGAGCACACTTTGTTTGCATGAAGATTCACTTGTACACACGACCAACGGCCTGATTAAAATTAAGGATTTGCGTTCTGATATGGGTCTTAAACTCATCGATTATTCTGGACAACAAATTGAACTTGTTGCAATGATTCGCACTTTGGGTGGAGTTCAAAAGTTTGTAAAATTTGAAGCTGGTTCTCTGGGCCAAAATTCTCCGTGCGAAACTTTGCGCGTTACACATGGTCACCCAATTTTCCACGCTGGTTCCGAATCCAGAGTATTAAATTTCATTAACGACAGAACAATCACTCAAGAAGTTCTTAAAGTGGATTACCTTTACAATATTGCAACCAAAAATAGGACTTATGTCATGATTAACAATGTACCTGTTTGCACATGGGCTATTAACGAATTTGAAACCAAAGTAGCTGCAAGAGGTATGTATTTCGAAAAGTTTTAACTTGTAAACAAGTTAAAAATTTCCAAAATAACACGAGTGTACTATGAGAAGTTTTAATTAGCTTCACTAACTAAAAATTCTCATAGCAACGCGAGTGTATTTTGAAAAGTTTTAACCTGTAAACAAGTCAAAAATTTGCAAAATAACACGAGTGTACTACGAGAAGTTTTAACTTGTTAATAAGTTAAAACTTTCCAAAAAAATTGCGGTTGTGAAGTCAATTTAATGTTTGTTTTTTGTGTAAAGTATTTTGTACAAAAAATGACTGAATTAGTTTCCGCTATTGGTGATTTGACCCTGCAAGCAAATGCAGTTGTGCTCGTCGATCCTGTGGATCGACTCTCAGATCTGGCGATTGTCGACTTTATCATGGTTGTGACATTGGATGATTTTAAATATCGAGTAACACGCCAGTATTTAGGATCAAGATGGACTTTATTATCGGATATTATGGGTTCACACGTGCGCGACCTGGAACCTGTGAAAATCCCTTTCACGAATGTTGAACTTCTTGCGTTTTTGGATTTAAATGAGCAAATGGATTTTTCGAAAAAAATTAGAAACACAACAAAACCCATTTATCATAGTACAGTAAACGGCATTGCCAGATTCTTTTCTCCGATAGACAGTCACTGGGAAATGTTTTGTTTGAAAATTGCAGATTCTTACGAACAGTGCATTAAATTGGGAAAACGACTCAGATCTCGCACTATGCCACCGTGGTTTCAATACAATCACACTTTTCACAATAATTTTAACTTGAGATATGATCCAATATATATGGAATCCGATCCCACTCTCAGGAAAAAATATTTGAAAATCGGCTGGTTAAATTTGGCAACTTATTTGATTTGGAACGCTTGGGTTAAAAGCTCTTATTCAGATCATGTTGAATTGCATCACATTGATTGGTCTGCAACAATGCTTAGTGAATCATTTTTAGGCGACAATTGGAGAATTTTAAAATATGATGTCACATATGAAGATTTACTAAATCCCAACATCGGATTGCATAGCGAAACCATGCTTTTAACTGGAAGTAAATCCATATACAATGGGGTAGCCACAGCTGGTAATTTTGGATATTTGACGGAAAATGAAAAACAATTTTTGTTAAATAGGTTGTTGAATTACGATTTCGCAACATTCGACCCAAGAAATTTTCTACAACTTATTTTGGATTATGGATTGTTTTATTTGACACACAAGCGCATTGTTGTCAATTATGATCGTTTCTCTTCGGAACCAGACTCATTTAACAGACGCATATATTCGTATCAATCTAGATTTTCATATCTAATACGCAATCATTACATTGAAAAAAATTCCCACATTTTGAGATATGATACATATCCAAGTCATTCGATTAAAACTATTGTTAAAAATATTGTTAAAGAATCGAGATTACTTGGACAATTATTGTTAGAAATTAGCGCGTGTATGGATTCAAGTTATGGAAATAAAGCGCACAAATTTTATCAATGCATGTATGACGCATTGAATTAAATTTATTTTATTAATTCAATTTTCAATTGGATTAATAAATTTAAAAAATTGCATTTTATTTGAGCTGCCAGATCAAGTTATTAATTTGCAAAGTATTCGGCAACCCATGGACATTGTAACAGCTTCTGGCTCTGTTACAGAGATTGAGGTCGCGACATCAGACGGTCGTGTTGAGAAAATAACTCGTGAATATCTTGGTCAAAAGTGGACATTGGTTATAGATATTTTTGGTGCTGACAATGGTTTAATTTCTGTAAAAATTCCTTACGACTATGACACACTGTATATATTTTACAATTTGAATCATGTAATGGATTGTTTTTCAGAACAAAAATCTTTTAAATGCAAACTCATTTCTTACACTAAAGTCGAGCAAATTGCCAGATTTTTTTCTCCAATTGATAACTATTGGAAAGCATTTTGCGCAAATCATGTCTTCTCCGCAAATCAATGTGTTGAGCTCGGCGCATTGTTGAGATCCAAACCAATGCCTTCATGGTTCAAAACTGAGCATGTGATCCATAAAAATTTCAACCTACAATATGATCCAATTTACACTACAAATGATTCTGCTATGAGAGAAAAATATTTGGAAATCGAATGGTTAAATTTAGCAACTTATTTGATTTGGAATGCTTGGGTAAATGGTTCTTACGAATCATATATTGAAGTACAACATGTTGATTGGTGCTGTGTTGCGGATGAATTTGGTGATGCTTGGCGTGTATTAAAGCCAAATGTGGAATATACAGAGCTTATAACTGCACCCAAACATATGGGTTTTGAATTGGGTGTTTTGTCAAAGAATGGATTTATAGCTGACACTACTCAAAGATATGATTATACGATTTTAATACGCAGCCTAACTGAAGATGAAAAGTCATTTGTTTATGACCGCATGGTATATTTCACCACACACTATTATCGTTATGATATGGGAAAAACTTTTAATCAATTGGTTTTCAATTTTGGATTAAATTATCTATTACCGCAATCAACACAATATGATATGCGCCGGTATGGTATATATTTCGATTATTATGGTACACTAATCGTTGGATCCAAACGGTTTGTGGTATTTATGGAAGCTTATGCTAAATCAAAAAATACACATCCAATAAGATTTGGCACATATCCAAGCCATTCAATTAAAAGCATAGCTTGCAAGATTGCCACCAAGAATCCAGCACATGTCGATTTTATTTTGAAAATTGCTTCGATCCTCCGCGACGAATATATCGCAGAAACAAAAATCCAAAAGTTCATACAATGTCTTAATCATTTTAAAACCACAAAGCGATTGAAAAATTGATAAACTAATCTACGGTCTAACTGGATAATTTTATCATTTTTTTGAAAAAAATTAATAAAGTAATCTACGGTCCAACTGGATAATTTTATCATTTTTTGCCAAAAAAATGATAAAGTAATCTACGGTCCAACTGGATAATTTTATCATTTTTTGCCAAAAAAATTGATAAAATTATCTACCTGGATGGACACCATACCTATTTAGTATTATTTACCGCTGGTAAAATGCCATTAGACGAACTTGTTATCAATGTTACTACGAAAACTTATTCAACAGTTTGGCAAAATCCACATGAATCCAATGCAAGATCAGTGATTCTGACCGGTGCAGGAAGAGGTGATCTTTGGGTGAAAGAAGCCACTGATCACTTTGAGGTTGTTAAGTTAGTTGTTTACAAGGATGTATTTTTTAACAATGATCGCGTGTTGGATTTGCCCAATCTTGTTGTATTGGATGCGCCATATTTGGTTCTGGACATAGATATTCTGGGTTTAATGCCAACACTCAAGCATCTGAATATTAGTAAATTGTGTTTTTACTACAAGCATCCATTGCGCGAAATTGAGGCGACACCGTCAAATATTAATGACAAACCGACTTTCCGTGTCAAAAATCTTACTTTGGGAGAATATGATGACTCCGATTTTAAAGTCGAGGAATTGTTTCCTGAAGTCAAATATTTAGCTGTCAAAATGCATTGTCCGTTGTCAACTCCTGAACCATCGGATCGAAACGTCGTATTTGGTCACCTACCATTTTTGCGTGAGTTCAGTTTAAAAATCAAATGCTGTGGACGCAAAATTCCAACAAAATCAACACGTCGTGATCCAATTTCTTGTGAAGTTGGTGGTGAATCGCATCTAACGCACTTTGTTTTGACAGCGCCTCGACTTCGAGAATTGATTTTGAGTCGCGATGTTGCTCTGGATTTCAATCAAGTCAAGACCTATTTGAATCTGCGATCAATTTCATTGGATAATGTCAACTGGGATTGGCAATCTGATGTGGTCAAAACATATATGTCGAATCTCGACGCGTATCATCCAATTATTTCTTGCTTGGAATACATTGGAGAAAATGTTCCGCTTGATTTTACAAAAATGACCAACATATCGAGCCTCTCGTTGCAAACAAACAGCATATTTGATTGCGGACAACTGGCTTGCATGACAAATCTCAAATGTTTGGCATTATTTTCCGATGCACAAACTCAATTTAATAACATATATCAACTAGCAAATTTGCAAATAACAGACTTGTGTTTGAAACCTTTTACAAAAGCCGACATAAACTGTTTGCCGATTCTTCCACATGTGGACCTTCTGAGGATCATCCTTGAATCTGATCCTGATGTTGATGTTGTATATTATTTAGAAGTACTTGCAGTGTGCATCAATACTGCTGATATTTGCAAAAAATTGGAAATTCAAATTTCACGAGAACTCGTCCAACGTCTGAACCGAAATCTAAAAGATCGTTACAAATATATGTCAGTGATTGCCAGGTTTAGACAATTTGTTGTTGACGAGATCCTGAAAAAATTTGATGATTATACTTTTTAAAATAGTGGTCGATTAGTTAATCGAACACTATTTTTACAAAAAATTGCAATGTTCATATACCAGAAAGTAATCCCTATTACACTCTGTTAATCAATGTTACGAAGTAACTGACGATTACAATTATTAGATTTCGGATTAACGCAGTAATCCAAAACTGTGTGTGGATAAACGTAGTAATCATCGATTACTCCGTAATCTCGATTAACTGAGTGTAATCCAAAGCAACGCGTGGATAAAGTTAATTATTAACTTTTGACGACAAGGGTATTCCCAAACATGAGATCACCTGTTTCATCGCTACCACCAGATTTTGTAGCTGCAATTAAATGCTATTCACCTGAAACCATATATTATGCGATTAATAATAACTATGATTTGTCCATATTGTGTTTGAATACCGAAGAAATCTGGAAACATCCTCAAGCCATCGAAGATTATGTCATAGCCGGTGGTGTATTAACAACAGAAAATTTTGCGCATATCGCTTTATTTAGCAAAAAACATTTTCAGCGTTTGTGTCAACTATTTCCACCCGATTTATTTGATGATTTTCACAAAATTGAAAAAACCATTCAATATGATCTCATGCATTTACCAATGCAAACTTTTTGCGACATGTTAACTTTGTTGGCAGTATCAATCAGAAGTTGTGAAGATAAATTGGAAATGATAGATTTTATGATAAATTATTTCCCAAATGCCAAAATAAATTCTGGTGGAATTTCCATATTAAACAGCCGTGTTGTAAGCTGTTATAAGGATGATGCACCTAAAATTTTAGAAATGCTATGTGGACGCAAAATTTTGGATGCAAATGATATTATTAAATTTGCAATTAAGGCTGAACTTTATAATGGTTTTCATCATAGTAAAGTTTTTTCAATGGATGCTACTTTTGAATTGTGTGAAAAATTCGTACTTGATGGTATTGATATATTAGATTCCGTGTTAGCCACCGCGTTGATATATGGACATAATAAATTATCTGATTACTTGTTTGATTCTGGGTTAAAAATAGAAAAATGTTCATCTGAAAGTATGGCAGTAATTTGTTCAGTTAAATGTGATACTGTTGTACTGGATCGTTTATTGAATGTGGGTTTTAATTTTGGGTTGTGTTTTGAAAACATGATTTACTATTTCAGGTATTACGAGCATGCTAAAGATAGAATTTTATTTAACGAAAAAATAAAATGGTTTATCGACAACCTTCCCGGAATTGATGTTGTTAATCTATGGAAATCATATATCAAAAATTATCAATATGCACTCGATGATTCACTGATGGATATTTTTGATTTCGAAAAATGTCTAGAAAATAAAAATTGATAAACTAACATTATTATGTAGTTTATTAATAGATGTGCTTCACAGTTGATTCAATGGCATCCATACCAAAAGAATTTATTGGTGTGGTCAGATGCGAAACACCTGAATCTATTTATTATGCAATCGACAACAACTATGATTTATCTATTTTAAATCTTGGAACAGCACCAATATGGTTGCATCCGGAAGCCATTGAAGCCTATGTAATAGCAGGAGGGAAACTAACATTAGACCATTTTGCTTGCATGGTATCATATAGTGGAGATCATTTTCAACGGTTGTGCCAATTATTTCCACCAAATTTGTTTGATAATTTTCATAACAATGTATCGAATGTGGTACGCAATGCCTTAAATGTCTCGATGTTTTGTTTTTGTGGCGCGATAGATTTAATGATTACATCAACGAGAGATTACGAAACAAAATTAGAAATGCTAGATCAAATGATAAGTTATTTTCCAAACGCCAAAAGGAGTCTAGCTGGAAGTGCATCCATATTGAACGCATTAAAAATGAGGTCCACTAAAAATGCATTACAACTTTTAGTGAACCTTTGTGAACGCAAAATTTTGAATGTAAATATGGTTATCCAATTTGCAATTAGCGCCTATTATTGGCGTGGCGACGATACCAGATTCATTTTTTCAAAAAATGCTGTTTTAAGTGCTGCCAAACAACTAATTTGTGATGTTGATACATTAAATAGTGATACGCTTTTTATTGCTTTGCAACATGAACATGATGAACTGGTAAATTATTTATTCGATTTGGGTTTAAGGATCGAAATAATGTCAGACGCAAACATATTTACAATTTGCCGAATTAATTGCAGTATTGATATTCTTGATCGATTACTAAATGCAGGTTTAGATTTTGGTGCACATATCCATTCAATAATTCTCAATTATCATTATCCATCTTACCCAGCAAATACAGACGCGTTTAATGCAAAATTAAAATGGTTTATCGATAATATTCCAAATGTGAACGTAATTGAACTATGGAAACCCGAATTGTTGTTGCGTTGCTATTTACTTAATGATCAATTGTTAGGCATTTTTGGCTTCAAAAAAAATTGATAAGTTTAATTATCATATTTTATCAACTAGTTCATCTTTAGTATAAGCTTCGACCTTAAATAATGGAAGAACTCGAACTTGACGTCCAAAATGAAGATGTTGAATGTGCCTTTAATAAAATTATTGAAGGCAGATCTTTTTATGGAGAAGAATGCAATATGTTTCATGAAGATGGATATGATTGCTTGCGTGTATATGCAGCTCCTAGAACTGGATATTCACTTTTTTTGAGCATAAAAGTTATCCCTGATGGCTATTTAGTTGATGCATCATTGACATTTGATTATAGTACAGTATCAGGGAAAAAAGATAGATTTAAATGGGTTGGAGAATATGCTGGTCTTGATGGTTTAGTTGATGATATTGTCGACACAAAAAATTATGATAGCCACGAATATTCTTAAAATTCTATTGAAAAAAAATTGCTAAATGAACTTATTGATGAACTCATTATTAAATTCAATAGTATTCCACTCTTCTGATAAGACACAAAAAGACAAACACCAAAATCCTCTATTGAAATGGCTTCTATTAAGACTTGCATGTTGCCTGGTTGCCACCAAGCTGTTTACGTTGAATCCAACGGTCGAGTACATGATTTCTGCTGCAGATCACATGCAATCTCCGCTCAGTCGGCCAAACAGAAGACTGCCTCCTACAGCTTCACATCACAGTCTGCAATTCAAGGCCAGAAACTCTGCTCTAGAAGTGGCTGCTACAAGGCAGTCCATGTTGACACGTTTTCTGATGGAACTGTCAGATTGAGCGACTTCTGCGGGCGAACTCACCAGCAAGATTGCAAACAAAACCCCTATCTTCTGGAGCCCAAGTAAAACATGCTTAAAAATTGATATAAAAATATCGTTTTTTAAGAGTTGATTTGCCTTCTAAATTCAGACCCAAATAATGGACGAAATTGACTATGGATCAGTCATAACATACATTGAATCGAATGTCAAGCCAAGTTTTAGCATGTACACCTATCCGGATGGCAAACCGTACCCAAATGTTGCTAACCTGGGTGGTAAACTAGGAGATATTGTTAAATTGATGCGTGGCGGAGAATATTCGGGAATTGCAGTTGAATTGTTGGAGGATCTTAGACCTATTTTGACAGACAATTTTGTTATCAGAATTCTAACCATGCTCAAAAAAGAAGATTATATCACACCAATTAACATATTAAACCTCGCGAGTCTAGAACAACTATTTTACATTTTAGATCAATGGGGAAGATCTGCACTTGAGAAAGATCCTGGATACTTTCGCGCTTTAGCAACCAAAAAGTTTCCTGCCTTTGATCAATGGATTAAATCGGTTACTCATGATCCCCTTCTTGGTAAATTGAGAGTAGCCGAAATTGGTTTCAATGAAAAAACTGGTGATTCTGTTGTTCCTGCTGAATGGATTGGTAGAGAATTTGAAAGTGGATATGATATGCAAGAACATATGTCCGAACTGCCTCACAGATTAGGTAAACCACCAGTTACATATGCTATTATTTACAGTATGTGGGTTCAGCGCCAAGACGGTTTAATGGAATCAATTGCTAATACAAACGTTAAAACAATTTTCCAATTGGATCTTGTCAATGGTCAATTAAAATCTGAAGTTAAAACATCTGCTCCGGAAGGAAAGATTTACAGCTTTGTTGTTTATGATACTGTTGCAGTTGCATTTAAACTTGATGATATTCTCCAACCCAAAGGAAAAATTGAAGGAGAACACACACAATCCAAACTCAGAGAGGTTGGTTTACTTGTTTCGCGTTTGCAAAAAGCTGTTCGTAGAGGTAGGTTCGGATCCAAAGCAATGGTTGAGACTGTTGCAGCACTAAACGAGAGTCCTAATTACAATTTACCTGAACATGGTTTTCTTAGGGTTAGCGCATCCAAGCAGTTAATTTGGAGATTATTTATTTCCATAATGGAAGATTGCAGACCGTATATATCCACATCATCAACAGTTAGTTTGCTAGACATGATTCTGTTAGTCTTGATCACACAAAAAGTTCAAGAATATAAATTTACCGCTGCGGTTATGAAGTTGATTTTGGAAACTGCACTTCTAGCTCAGTTTAATGACACACCAGAAGATATGTTTTGGCTTAGTGAAAAACGAAATTTGGAAGTGGCGGTTACAACGCCACTTAATCTTAAAAGTCCATATCATTCAGCATTATCACTAGCATTGGACTACATTCCAATGATGGGTGGAGACAGACATATGCTGGGCCAATATTATTCAGTGACAAATCCAACAACATTATTTAAGCCATTTACAAATCTCCCAACAAAACTTCCTAGCAAAACCGAAGTCTACGATGATATTGTGTTATCTAGCTACGATATGCATGTTAAAACAAATATCATACTTTATTATCAGGCTTGTGCGCCAATTGGCATGACAACAAAACAAATTTCAGGTTACATTTGGGATGTTTCTTCCAAATACAATGTTAGGAGAGACCCGCCAGAACGTAAAACCGATCCACTTATTATTGAACTTCAACAGTATTATTTGGATCAATCAGTTCAAAATAAAGTTGAAGAAGTCAATCAAGAGGCAAAAAAACCTGCTTTCAAATTACTCAATTTGGAAATTGAAAATGTCAAACCCACAGATCTGGCTAAGAGAACAAGTTTTCTCTTAATCTTCGGACAAAAATACAGATCCAATTCTCGAGAAGTTGTCATTGCTGGAACTCCAGAAGAACCTTTCAGAGTGAAGATTCAAAATGAATGGACCTTTAGTGCCGATCTGGCATATGGTCGAATGTTTCCAACACAAGATATTGATTTACGCCAACTAGACCCACCATTTGGTTATAAGTGGACTCAAAGTAAAGTCCATGTCAAACTTGTGGATGGCAAACCATATATTAATGACAAATTGGTAAATTTTTTTGATGGCGGTTCTATCATTGAATCTATCAAACCTGTTGTAGAAGGTGTATCCGGCGACAATATTAAAATGTTATGTTCAAAAGTATTTTCTGGTTTGGGTATCAAATGGACGACTTTATTAAAATTTCGTGAAGTTAAGTTGAAAACTTTAACTAATTGGGCAGATTTGTCAGATGGAGATTACATTGACCAATTTAATTTGGATATTGTCAGTCAAGCCTACACTAAAATTTTTAACCAATTTAATAACAATATCATGATCGGGCCTGTCAGTCGAACAGGTCATCGTATGGCTAATTCAATTGATTATCTGTTGGAAGGAAAATTGTGGGCTGTGTTTTCATTGTTTTCATACCTGTATCCAGGAACATTCAGACCAAACGGTTCATTGAACTTCGTCATTAAAAAAGAATCTCCAGGCTATGTTCATCTAATTGAATCCATTAGAAGTATTCTGTTCAGGGCTCAAAAAATAACTGGACCCATTCCTAAAATTCTAACAAAACTATGGGACCATCAGCGAGAATCTGTTAATAGAATTTTAGCTGGATTCCAAACTGGAAGAACTGGTTTTGGCGATGCCAGTGATGTTGGTTCAGGTAAAACTTTGACCAGTTTGCAAATTGCAGCTGACCTAATCAAAAAGGGTGATTTGATTTACACCGGCATTTTGATTTTGCTACCAGGAAACAAACTCATTAAAACATGGTCAGACGAATTAGAAAAACACACCAAGGGTTTTGACATTAAGTTTCAAGAACATTCCAACAAAATTGGCCCCATTCAAAGAAACACCATTGTTGTGACTACGATGGGCAGAATGAGAGATCATCCAATTAATCACAAATGGTTACTTGTTGTTATTGATGAATGTCTTACAGTTCAAAACAAAAATGCTCTCTGGACTCAGGAAGCCTGGAGACAAAGCATGATGGCCAAACATTTAGTTATGATGTCAGCAACATTTTTTAGAACACGTTTTGATAAACTTTATTACATGCTAAAAATGTTGAATACTGGTTTACCTGAACAAAAAGAATACTTAGATGCTATCTTATTGGAAACAATTGTGTCACAAGTTTCAAGTAAGAAACGTAATTGGACATCCAACTTCAACTATTTTAACTTAGGTGTAAAATCCAGAGCAGCTTATGATGTCATCCATCGAAGTGATTTGGATATTGAAAAGAAATTTGCAAAGTTGAATTCGTTTTTAGTCAAAGATCTCATTGTGGTTAGCGAAGTCACAACTCAACTTAAAGCACTGATTAAAAAACAAGAATCTCTCAAAAGAAAATGTTTAATCTATGCTCAAGCTTCGGCTGAAGCTGAACGCTGGTCTCAGGCTTTGGGCATACCAATCTATCCTAAAAAGGGTCAGCATTGTATTGTTACGATAAATGATGGAACATATGGTCTAAATGATTTGGTTATATATGATACAATTGTTATGAGACCTCCACAGTCAGACAAACTTCCTCAAATTAAAGGTCGTCTAGATCGTCCTGGAAATGAAGCCAATGATCTTTACATTGAATATTTTGTTTTGAAGGATACTTTGGAAGAGGGTTTAATTATTAGACTCAATATTGCTTCCCAATTTATTCACAAATACATTATGCCACTAGCTAAGTTCTATGATGTGAGTGTTAACTTTGAGAAATATATTGAAGAAGCCAAATAAATAAATTTGTAATTGCAATTACAAATTTATTCAATCAAAATCATTTGCATTCGCAGTGATTTTGGTTGCATTTTGTAATAAATTTCTCATGCAATCATCAAAATCATTTGCATTCGCAATGATTTTGGTTGCATTTCTAAATGAATTTATCACGCAATCAAAATCATCTGCATTCGCAGAGATTTTGGTTTCAGTGTAAATTTCAAAATCTGTGTCAAGTTACGCAATGGTTTATTTACGGTTCCTTTTCCAATTTGTACAAGAACAGATTTTGTCCAAGATAGGTGAGTGTATGTAACGCTAGCTAAAAATTTATTTTGATCATTTTTGGTCAAAATTGAAAATAGGTATATCGTTTCGGGTGCTGAAAATACATTGCATAGTGTGGCACCCAATACGTTGTAAGGTGCAATAAGTTTATTTTTTATGCAGTTCAGAACAGACCATGCATATTTATCCACAATACAAGTATCGCTAGGATTACTGCATTTATCAGAGTCTGGTTGGAGATTCGCCACAAATTTTATGACTTCAATTTTGGCAGAACAGATAACCTCGAAATCGATTTTTCTAAGATCGTAACCTTGTTCTTGGAAATATTTGAGTGCTTCCAAATCATAATCAAAAACAATAAATTGCAATGATCTTATATCTCTGCGCAAATCACATCCTTTTTCGATCAAATATTTCACAACATCCAACCGCGAATTGGTAATTGCATAATGTAACGCAAGATCTCCACGGTATCGACAATCAAATCCATACTCCACCAAAAATTTAACAACTTCGATATTACCATATCCTGCAGCATTAATCAAAGCATTATAATTACCAATGTATTCAAATGGATTGTATCCGCATCTTATCAAGTATTTTATTACATGCAAATAATTATTCTCAGCAGCTTCTACAAAAACTATGTGGTTGCTACCAGAATTCCAAGAAGGATTATAACATTTGTTTACTAAAATATCCGTTATCGATGTGTTTCCATTTCTTGCTGCAAGAATAAAAACATTAGCTATCGACAAATTGTATTGTTCATACAAAGCATTTGCGTTTGCTTGTAAAGAACTGTTTCTTGCCTTGGCTTTTATTGCATACTCCCAATATTTGCTGCTAAATTTGCGCATTTTTCTCAACAAACCTTTGATTTTATCGATTTCGTTATTTTTAACAGCATCCACGAGAAGCACATCAATGTCATCGAATTTTTGCCAATAAAATGCAAGATCCTCGCTAATTGTTTCGTATGGCATAATAGGTGTTCCCGTGGACTTATGAGCGATTGTTTTGTCTGGAATACATTTGCAAGGTAATTTGTGGTTTGGACATCCAAGTGTTGTCATTTTAATGCGATGTCGTTACGAATAATTAAATATTATTGGAAATGAGTATCAGTGGTATTCACTTGTCAATTTTTTCTGTTTCACACAATCAAAATCATCTGCATTCGCAATGATTTTGGTTGTATTTCAAAATAAATTTCTCTGTTTCACACAATCAAAATCATTTACATTCGCAATGATTTTGGTTGTATTTCTAAAACAAGTTTTTTTATTCAATCAAAATCATCTGCATTCGCAGAGATTTTGGTTGAATTTCAAAAATAAATTTTTTCATTCAATCAAAATCATTTGCATTCGCAATGATTTTGGTCTCAATATTTGTGACAAAATCCGCACATGTTCCTTAATAAATTGTCTTTTCTTGAAGTTAGATTCATTCACGATGTTGGTCAGATTTATGACGTGGCCCAATTCATATTCATCTGGTGATTGGCAACCGCGTTTTCGTGGCATATTTTTTCTCAAGTGCAAATATTCATTCAAATATTTGCATTTAGTTCTTTTTGTCAACAATGAAAACATGTGTCCTAATATGAGGTGAAGTCGGCCACCTGGATATGCATTATTTAAGATATCCAATATATGCAATTCAGACATGAATGTCAATAAATATTCCTGTATGTGGTATTGTATCATACCAAAATCTCTACAATCAAATTTTGGTATGGCAATATTTGCACTTTGAATACGTTTAATAGTTTGCAAATCGGAACTGGCGACGATTATTGACAATAAATTTTTGTGCTTGCGCAAATTTTCATTTTCAATTAAATATTCAACTGCAGCTGAGCTAAGAAGTCCCAGTCCTATTAGCTTGAACATGATCTCCGTGTTTTTATTTTTGTTGGCTATTAATATGGCTTTACTGTTAGGTATATATTCTCGAGGTCGGTATCCTTGCTGTACCATAAATGAAATTATGTTAAGGCGATCATTAATTACAGCTGACATAAAAAATCTATGATTGAGTTCGGAATTGGCATCCGAAATATAATATTTATGGCGTTGCATATATTGCAATAACGAAATGTGACCATAAGTTATTGCTGTAAGAATAATTTCAGCAACAAAATCATTAAAATTATCACTAACATTATTTTTTTTGAAAAAATCAGAAATGAATTCGTCGTGCACATTAAAAGTTTTAGCTGAAAAATTGCGAATCCTATTGATATATTTTTTAATTTTTCCGAGTTTGCGTGTAAATTTGGTATGATAACCATTGTGAGCCAATCCAATTACATGTTGCCAACATTCAACATATTTGGTGAGTATTTCTTGCCCATTGGGGGCTTATTTCGTGAAGTACTTTTGTTTTTGGTTGTGAGGTTGCTGCATTAAATTTTGGAATGCACTTGCAAGGAATTGCATGAGTTGGGCATCCTAAGGTCGTCATTTGGCGTGTTGATGGTATGTCTTGCTATTGATATTTAAACATTGCGAATATTCAAATATCAATTTTTTTGTTGTTTATAAAAATAATAATTTAAGAACCCTCATTATTAATTAAGTAATGTTTGAACGCCAAAAATTGCAATTGCAAGCAGTAATCTTTGATTTTATCAAAGGCTTGCACAGATCTGTTCGTTATGATAATATTTGCAAATCGGTTTCCAGACAATATTCTTTATTAAAAATTTTTGGAAAAATTTTGCTTTGGAACTTTATTCTGCATATTTCATTGCCACTTATTTTAAATTTGGTTGATATTGATGAATATTATTCATCTGTTATCTTGTCAGTAGCTTATTGGCCATTGAACCTGTGGAGTGCATTTTTGCACGTTATTTATTTTATTGAATTAGTTGCACATATTGATAAAACTAAGGTTGTCGTTGAAAAAACTTCTAATGTATTCGGGCTATCAGCTTCAATCACGATGGCCATTTACTACATGTCATTTGGTTTAATTTCCCCGTTGACAAATTTGTTAATAAATCCCATTTTCAGTTACTTGATTTGGCTTTTTAATTTTGGTGTGATTGCGTTGTATCATGCATTTTATTGTTACAATAACCTGTGGCAATATCAAAATATAGATTTGCCTAAGAGAATTGAACAACAATCAATTCTCTGGCCTTATTCATTGGGATATGGTTGCATTGCTTCCATGTTGTATCTGGCATCAGATGGATACTACATACAAGCTGCTTATAATTTGCACATGGTCACAATTTTAATCATGCCTTTTGTAACAACCAAACCCAAAACTCAATCAAAGTTAGTTTTGAATATGAATATTTTCTCCCATGTTACGATGTTAACTGTATATGCAACATCTGCTATTAAAATGCTTGCTTTTGCTATCAAAACTGATGATGAAACTATTTATAAAAATGATCAGCTGACCAATCTAGCAATAAGTAAGACAAATCTTCAACAAAGTCTAACTGAAAATCAAATTCAAGAATTCGTCGATAATCCAGCATTAGATTGAGGATACCATCCGAGCTCTTACAATTAAATTTGGAGTCAACACATTTTGTGATGCTGTTTAGATTAAGTAACAAATTCGTTCTCAAAATAACATATTCCCAAATCTGTATTGGACATGTCAATTTTGGTGATTTTCTTTCAAAAAAATCATCAGGGTTTGTATCATAAAATTTCAATAAATTATGTGATAGAAAAACGCTATGAGCAATTTCCAATTCTAAAATATCAATAAATTCATCAAAGGTTTTGGCTTTAAATGCTGCGTGCAAAATAACAGCAAGAAATTCCGTGTAAGCTTCTCTGGGATTTAGGATCGGATTTTCAATCGACCATGTTGTTTGTAGCGGAGTTCTGGCAAAACATTCATCCAAACCAACAAAGTGAACCAATTCGTGAAACATTAATTTGAGAATTTCTTGGCTCTTTGTCAAAATAATTACCTTTTCAGATGGGTATGTTACACCGCTAACAGTAAATGCACCTGATCGTTGTAAAATTTGATCCAAATTCCTATCGGATGTACAATCTCTAGTCAGGTTGTCTAAACATGCAAAAATTTTCAGGTTATCATACAAAGTTGACGGATACATGTTACAGAATTGACAAATTGCAAATATCATAACAGCTTTTAGTTTGGTATGACAATGTGCCAAAAAGTAAATTTCAATTATGTTCCCATCAATTTCCAAATCAAATGACTCAAAATGGTTCATTGATTTGATCTGCAATTCGAATTGAGAATTTACAGTTCCGAATTCTTTATTAAAATCTAATAATCGCTTCAGGGTAACATTGGCAGATGTTATTTTTGATGTGAGCTTCGGTTTGTTTGAAAACGTAAATAGTTTAGTGAACTGCGCATAAAAATCTTTGAGAAAGACTTTGGTTTCATGATCCAATTTTACAGGTTTTAACTTTAATAAATCATACTTTGATTTAGATTTGGGCGTAAGATTCTCGCGGAATTCGATCTTAAGTCGAGTCGCTAAATTGTCGGCGGATGCCATTTGGTTATAGTATTCAAAGGAAAAAAATTGATAATCAATATGCTAATCTGATATTGTTTTCAGGAGTCTTATCTTACTAAAAAATGTCAACCTACAATACCAGATTAGCACAGATTTATTTTTCTTTGAGTATGTACGATGAAGCTGCGATACTGGATCCAAATTTAAAAAGAGGTGATCGAGGCATTGATTTGAGCAAAAATGTTACACAAGCAGATGCAAATATTTCTGTCGATCCTGAAAAATTCTTTTCCAATAAGGCCAAAATTCAAGAATACCTTGATAGATATGGCATAATTTTAACCATGAAGTTGTTCAAAAGTCACAATTTATCATTCGAAGTTAGCGATTGGGAATATTTTTCATTATTATCACATCACGATAATTATGTTACAACCGATTATTTTTTGGCAAATTACGAATTTGAAATAAATTATCGCATATTTTTGGATGAAATTATTGAATCTATCATAAACAGTCCAAATTTACATAAACTGTTATCAAAATACATTGAATTATGTGTATCAAATGGTGTGAAGATCGACGAAATTGTCGAAAACAACGTTAACAATTTTTTAAGAGATGTTCATCTTACTTCGCGAATTTCGGCGCGCATATGGGATTTGTGCGCAAATCCCATAATTAAATTGGATTTGAATATAGCATTAAAAGCTCTTAGTCAGAGAAAATATCATGATGATCCTAAATTAGGATCATACATAAAAACAAGTATTGAAGCCAATGAAATAGATCTGACAGACCAAGATATCGCGCGGTTAATTTTATCTGCGGATTTTTCAGATGCCGATCTATTTAGAGATCATTACGAATTGATTGCACAACAAGGAACTTTGCCTGAAATATCAACATTAAAATGGCTTGTTGCGGAATGTGCAACAATTTTGGCCAAACACGATCAAATAGAAAAACTTGAAAATTTCACACTTTATTTTTCACAACATGGAATCGATTTGGGTGAAATATTTGACGATTATTTAACAAATAACGTTGTTCATTGCAGTCGGATGTTAAGTTCAACGCACATGCTAAGATTTTTAGTCAAAAAAGCAGGATTGATCGCAGATTAAAAATTGCAAAATAAAGTTCTTAACTAATTATTACACAAAGTGCAATAATTAGTTTTTATTTGGTGGAAATGCATTGTGATCCAGATAAAGTTAGGCTTGTTTGCAAAAAAATTTATTTAGAACCCAAACATTTACCAAAATTGCAACCAGATGTTAAAATAGATTTTACCAAATTTATGAGAGATAAATTAACTTCAAATTTTGTCGCCGATAATACAGAATTATTTTTTGCGGAAGAAAGAAATGGATTTAGATATCTTGAAATATATGGTTTTGTGGCGACTTTGAAGTTATACAATCAATATGGTTTCAATTTTAATCTTGATATTCCAGAAAATTCTTCAGGGATAATGTCCATGTTTTTTGATCCCAAGACCAAATATCGATGTATGTTGCGCGACGAAGACTTCACATTAGAATCTATTGAATATATTGCTAATAATTACTGTTATGATTTTAATTACAGTGAATATGTATTATGTATGTTGATGCGTGCTTATTGTTGTAAATGGAAAAATGAAAGCGAAATGTTGTGCATTTTGGAGCAATGTATTAATCTAGGAGCGGACATGGATTTTGTTAGAGAAAATTTGGAACAACATTTGATAAGCAAAGATAATCAAAATAATCGATGGGATATTATTATTGTATTTGTGAATAACGCGATAATTGGGTTAGATATTAATAAATTAATATGTGCGTGGATGATGGATGACTCGCTGTATATTGATTCAGATGCTTACAAAATTGTAGAAAAGTGTAAATTAGATTACAGTGAACAATTAGTTATTGAATTTGCATTGGAATGTTCCCCAATCTTGAGCGTGGAAGCCTTTATGCAAACATTGGATACAATTGATGCACAGGGCTTTTATGATGCATCTCAACATGCCAATAAGGTTGTTTCAGGAATTTGCTCCTTAATCAGATGTCATGATTTATTTGATGAACCTAATTCGTGCTACAATCCATCCGATCATTATCGTCTAACATCAAGAGCCCAACAACAAGAATTTATTGAATCATTTCTCAAATACAATATTGACATCCATCAAATGTTTGACAATTACATCGAGAATGCAAATACTAATATACAATCTGACATACTTATCACGCACGATTTGCTGAAATATTTGGCCATCAGAAAAGATTTGGTTTCAGATGATTAAAAATTGCAAACTATTTTACCTAAAAACATTTATGTAAAATAATTAATCAGTGCCAGCGTAATGGATTCCAGAAAACCTATTCCATCGCGTCTGTTTCACCTATACAATTTGATTGGTCAGGCTGACAAATCCAGTACCATAAAACCAGATGTTAATTTGACTCCGGATCAAATATTATCAAAACATTTAACTAACGATACAATTGCATTATACCCTGATGCATTTTTTTCAAAGTGGTCTCACGTGGAAACTTACATATGTCAAAATGACATTATTAAAACCATGCAATTGTTTGACTCATATGGTCGTGAATTCAAATATGAAAGAGAATGGAACTTAATTTTCACGGACAAAGATGAAAACTTCAATCAAGAATATTTTGATTATTTTATTTCCAATTATGCATTTGAAATTGATTGGATTGCAATAGCACGCGAATTGATTAATTTTATGTTTTTGGATAATAATTATGATAAATTCGAAAAAGCAATTGAATGTTGTGCAACAAATCTAAATATAACTATCCATGATATGTTTGAGAATTACATTAACATACTACTAGATGAAAAAGATTCAAAGCCTAGTATTAATCCAATACATAATTTTTTAAAATACAGTCAACTTGTTCCAGTTTTATCCAAACATCCCGCTGTTCAACTAAATATTAACAATATATTGAGCAGGATCAGTAAACTAAAAATCAGAATAAAAAGTTATGCTATCTACTTAATTGGTTGGTTAGAAGATGGATCTATTGATTACGCCGATCCATCTATTGTAGATATTGTTTTTAGTATATGTGATATTGCACCAACAATGCTAAAAGTAACTCTTGAAAAATTCGTCGCTACTGGTGTTTATGATGAAACTATCCATAAAGAACATTTATTATGGAGTGTTGTTTATCCAATTACATATGGTTATTTAAGCAATCTCACAGCAGACCAAAATGGTAGATTTGATTATGGACCTTTTATTGAATACTTTTGTGCTTATGGTGTTGATATTGATGCATTATTCAACTCCCACATGTTTGATGGGTCTGAAGATGTTCCGTCATATGTAACAAATTCCAGACCATTAATGGAATATTTTGCTGTAAAATATGGTCTGTTGTGAAATTAATAAATCGAGCTTTGACTTGATTAAATTCTGAAAATTAATAAATGAATATGCGCATTCATTTATTAATTTACATTATTTAATCAAGTCTGAGCTTGATTAAATTCTGAAAATAAATTATTCAATGCAAATTTAACAATTTATTTAATCAGGCCTTTAATTCTGGCCAAATATTCAATTAATCTTTTTGACGGTTTTGTTTCATCAAAAATATCTAAATTACCTGTTCCATCAACATAATCATCAAAAACTTGTCTGAAATCAATACCGTATGGAATAAAATCATCAAAAAAGCCAACCCAATCATCAAATTTATTGTGATCACAAATATTTTTAACGCATTCTATCACGCATGCCACATGTTCTTGATCGCATTCATTATAGAAACCTGAAGTTTTGAGTTCCAACAATGTTTTCATTAATTTTGGCACATTACAACCTGATGTATACAATACGAATTTTATGACAGATGTTTGACTGTAATCCAAATTTTCTTTTGTAACCCACTTCGGAGCAGATGATCCATTAAAACACCATGGAGAAATCACGTTGCTAACAATATTAACCAATTTATTGTAGTCAAGTTCGATACCAATAATTTTCAAGGACATTAGACACTGCGATATTACCAATTTTGGCCATTTATTTTTTTCGATGTCGATATATTTTGCTAAATTTTCATTATGTTCTTGATTAGATATTCCTGCTTCGTTGCACAATCCGATGGTAAGTGTATATTGGTCATCGGATCTGGAGTTATAAATATGCGCAACAATTCGCCCTGACAGACGATGATAATCAATCGTATTACGTAATTTTTCAACGACATATACCAAATCATCGTCTTTTGGAAGTGCCACAGCACTAATAATTTTATTACAATCAATTACATCTTCCAGGTTTTTACCACAAATTTCACACAAGTCCAGTAACTTACGAATCCCGAATTTACCAGCATAATTTATTATGTGTGACTCATTTGAAAAAAAAAATTCCTGATGTGATACGATGATTTCATCATTAATATTTTTATTCAAAGTAAAATCAACTGTGATGTGTTCGCCTGATTTTTCAATAATGTCACTATAACAAACGCCAATTAAACTGTAAATGTAGTTTAATTTTTGATCGCGGGTTTTGGAAACAATAGATTTATGCTCCATTGTGAGTGAAATCGATTATGTGTTCAAACTTGTAAACAAATTTAAACTTTGCAATTTTTTTAAAAATTGCAAATTTAAACTTTGCAATTTTTTTAAAAATTGCAAAAATAATATCATAATATTAGTCTATTGCTAAATTTGTATTTGAGTCTCTCAAAATGAGTTCGAGTCTAAACAAAACAATCAAACCTCTAACCATGGAAGCACTAAGATTACTGTTAGATATGAAAATAGATCCCAATTTTCTGGACTTATCAAAAATTACAACATTATTGTCAGATAAAACTATAATTCAGGATTTGCTTGCAGATGGATGGAAAACTTATGACCATGATTTTATCCGCAATACTCTTTATTCGACAAGAATTAGACCCGATAATATTGAGGCGATTATTCAAAATATTAGATGGTTGCTATTAAATGGCTTTGATTGCGAACCAATTGATGAATTATATATTGTACCTACACATTCTGATGATTGGAGAAGAACTATTAAACAAATGGCATCGTCAAGAAATTGGACGTCGAGTATGAATGCAATTGATTATTTTTTTATTTTACAAATTGGGATCAGTTTGATGAATCGGAAACTATCTATGAATCTGTTAAAGAACTTATTTATGATGCTATTAACAATGGATACCAAATCGGTGCATTTGCCTCGGCATTCATAATTACTGTTTCTCAAAAATTTAGACACGAAATTTTACAACAAAATTTAACAGATTTAGAATTGTTTTATGTTTGTTTTCAATGTATGAACTGCCATGGTTTTGATATCGATGTTTTTGAAGATTTTGCGGTTCACATTAATTTTGCATCTGTCGCAAAAACGCTTAACCCAGATACTTTTTGGATTATTATCAATGAAATATTTGACAATTTTGACGAAGATCTTGGATATTGGGATTATCTCCTACAACAAGGATTCAAAAAAGTATCGAATCGCCAGTTTAGCACATTCATTAGCATGTATGAACTCAGACCACTGCTAAAAAGAAGATTTTCTTTTTGCAAAGATTTTGGTGTTATTTTTTCTGATGTTGACGAAAATTTATGTAAAATACATGATCTTGAACTTTGAATTTCATTTGCGAAGGTTGTCTTCATAAATGGAAAAAATTGCAGGACATAAATGTTGTAATATTAATTTATTGTCAGACTGCCATATTTTCAGTTGCAAAAGGTGTTGATAGGTGCAGTCTAAAATCAGATAAATTAGCTATTGTTAAAACATATCCATTTCTTAGGTAACCATATAAAAGGATGAAGATCAAGCTGACTTTGCTTGTTTTGTTTATTGCTGTGTGCGCAGCAATAAATGCAGCTCAATGTGAAAAAAGCATAACTGTAGCTGATCTTAATACTCCTTCAACCACCACCCTGAAAGCAATGTTCGTATACTCGAATGATATTAATGATTTTGGTTATGTCTTCGCTTATGAACAGGCTAGAGTTGCAGTCGAACGCAAATTAACTGGTGCTCCTTACAATTACGCATTGAAAACCAGTTTTTGGGTTAACAACAATGTCAGCACAGTTGTCAATGAAATGGTACCTTTTATTAATGATGGTTACACATTGTTTTTGTTTAATGGTGGTCAATTTACGCCAGCTGTAAATCAACTTGCTTCTTCAAATCCGACCCTAAAATTTCTTGGTACAAGTTCAGTTCCAAATTTAGATAACACTGCAATGGTTATGAGCAGAAATTATGAATGGTACTTCCTTAATGGTGTAGTTTGTGGTATGGTCACTAAGACTAATAAGGTGGCATATCTTACATTCATAAGAGACCACCCTGATCCATATCTTAATGCCAATGCCTTTTGGCATGGAGCAACATTAGTAAACCCTGATGCTCAAGTTCATGTTGCATCATCTAATTCTTATTCTGATGATGTGATTGGACAATACGCAATTGATGAATTTGCAAAATCCGGAGTGGATTGTTTTGCTATTAATCAAAACACACAAACTGCAAATGCCAGAGCTTCTTCTAAAAAATTAATCTCGTGTGGTACGTCAAGCGACTCACGTTTTTCCGCAGGAGAATATGTGTTCACTTCTGGAATTAGATTCTGGGATGACACAATTTTTAACTTTGTCAAACAAGTTTTGGATAACAATTGGCAGCCGAAGCAAATAATCTCAGATGGATTCAATCAATCAGCTTTGACACTTGCATGGTGGAGTACATTGGCGACAGAACCTCAATATGATTTGATGAGACAAACAGTTGAAACTCACATGAATTCGCTCATAGGAACTTCAAATGAAACTTTGTTTTGTGGTGAACTAGCTACATTGACAGGTTATCCTAAAAATTCTAGTTCGGATTGTATGACTAGATTGGAAATTCTTAGCACTCGACGTCTTGTGCCGGGCATTATTCTTGGACCATTTTATACAAGAGCGTCTGTTACATCTCTTGTATATGTCAAGCCTTCGGACGGAGCAGCCATTGCTGTCATATGCATAGTAGCTGTGTTTTGCGTATTTATCGTAGCTACTCTTGTGCACCTTAACTTGTACAGAAATAATGCAACTTACAAAGCATCATCACCTCTTTTCATGATGCTTATTTTAGTAGGAATGTTGTTTGTAATTATTTCTTGCATATTTTGGTCACTCAAACCAACCAAAGCCACGTGCGCGCTCAGATCTTGGATTGCAGGTTTTGGATGGATATTAATTACAAGCGCACTTCTTGCCAAAACTCATCGCATTTACGAAATTTTCGACTTACGCGATTTTAAGGCCGAAGCAATTACAAACACAATGCAAATCATCAAAATTATGATTGGCATGTTGGCTGGAGAATTTGCTATTCTTGTTATTTGGCAAGCATTGGATCCCCTTGTTCCTGTAACCAAAGTTGTAGATGGACTTGAGTACAATGAACTGTACCAATATTGCAAAAGTAAAAGTGCTGTCCCCATATCGGTATTTTTGGCATTCAATGCGCTGGCACTTATTCCAAACATGCTTGTGGCGTGGATTACTCGTACGGTTACTGAGCGATACAATGAATCTTCTGCTGTGGGTCTGACTTCTGCAGTTACGGTATTCATTGGAATTATTGTTATTGGCGCAACCAAAATTGTTAACAATAGCATTTTGGCTGCATACATTTTGCCAACAATTGGCATGCTTGGTATTATTGCGATCATGTACGTGATGATTTTCATTCCCAAGATATTGTATGTGCACGGTTTGTGGGATGACACATTCTCAGCCAGCAGAGGTGACTCTCGCGGAGGATCCCACTCACTTCAAAATACAGGCACTTCACTCAAAATGTCTGGTACGAAAAAATCCCAGACAAAATCTGTGAGTGTCTAAAAAAAAATTTAATTAATATTTATCACAAATTCTTTGTTTTGTTGCTTAATAAAATTGTAACAATTCAAAATTCAAGCTCGACGTTGCTCGATCTCTGTAGAAGACAAACTTCTACAGAGTTTCGGCGGAGTTTGTAGAACAAGACAATCATTAGATCTCAGATAAAGTTGGTTTATTCAACTTTTGATGACAATCGCCAGATCTCGGATAAAGTTGAATAAATCAACTTTTGACGACAATCGTTAGATTTCTATCCATTCACAAATTAATAACTAAATAATATTTGATTATTAATTTTTATTGAAATTTGTAATCTCAATAAAAATTATTTACGAATCACTTCATGAAACGCTGTTAAAATCCAAATTTTGACCTTTGGATTCGTCAAGAGGCAATCTAGCTTGTCTAATTAGTCTGTTCATAGTTGGACCTCCTGGATTGTAATATGGTTCATCAATCGCATGAAGAATCCTAAGTTCAGAAATTTTCCATTCTTCATATTCTTTGTTTGGCATGCGGCGACTGATTACGTGCGGTGTTGCACGCATTAGCAATTCAATGTAAGCAATATGTGCTGGATGCATACCTTCAATTCCCTTTATAAGTGGAGGAGCTCTGTGCTTTAGTTGCTGTTCGCGAATTCCAATTACTGCAACCATTTCGTAATAAGTCATAATGTCTCCTGAAATACGTTCTTCATCCGGAATTTTTCTAGGTTTAAGTGCACCATATGTTTTAGAATCGTCTTCAGAAATCACAATAAAATCGTCATTAAGACTCTTATAATGACATACTTTTGACCCGGCACCCTCTTCATCAGGCTCACCAGCTCCTTCCCCTTCTTCATCTTCGATTTCACCTTCACCTTCTTCTCCAGCTTCAGTGCCGGTTTCTTCTTCGTCATAAGCATATTCATCATCTTCACCAATATCCTCATCAGCATCTTCATTTTCATCAGCTTCATTAATTGGATCATAAATGCCATCATCTTCCACTGCTTCGTCATCTTCTCCATCAATAAATTCATCATCAACATCGTCTTCAATAGTGTTTTCATCATCACCCAGATCATCTCCTACGGAACCTCCATACATGGAATTCTCATCTTCACTTTCATATGCGTATTCATCTTCAGAATTAACAAATGGTTCATCATCTGAAACAGGTTCTACAGTTGGTTGTTTCTTTTTTGGTGGAGCCATTTTGAAATACTTCTAATATTTGGAGTGATAGGATTTTATATATTAGATGACTGATCTGAATGCAATTTTTTTAATCGAAAATCAAACCTCGATTAATGGCCAATTTTCTGAGTATCTGGTAACATCCGCGATCTTTCAATATGGTAATTACATCATTGACTTCTTCGTCTGTGCCTCCAATATGATTGTCAAATATTGTTGCAAAATCAATCCCATAAGGCGAAAAACTGGTGAAGAATTCCTGGGTGTTTAGTTGTTTTGTTCTTCCAACAAAATTATTAATGCAGACCACAAAATCAGACCAATGTTTTTCATTAAAATAATCTGCCAGCATTAATCTGGACATAGTTTTGTGAAAAAAATCCGTATTAATTGATGACATATGGATCACAAATTTGACTACCAATGGATCAGAGTAATCAAATGCGTTCTCTAATTTTGTGATAAAATCAGTGAGATCACAATTCGGATTGCACTTAAAATCGAACCCGTCGGCTATAATTTTGACAATTTGATTTACATCAAGTGTGGAAAAATCAAGACACGAATATCGCAAATAAATAACTGGATTATTTGATCCCCAACTTTTGATATGTTCGCTAATACTTTCACAAATTTTATCATATGATTTTTGCATACAGGCTCCATTTTGAATACAAAACTCGATACTTTGCGTATACAATTTTTTTTCCCTAGTATTATAAAAATTTCCAACAAAAATATCGTCCAAAATTTTTTGAAAATCCATTTCGGCGTAATTATTTTCCATAAAAAATTTTAGATCCAAATCGTCAACATCAAATTCAAAACCATCCCGCAAAAAAATTTGATCCATAATTATCTTAACACCAAAATCCGCAAATTCATAACCATAAGTTTGGAACAATTTGAATGTTAACACAATTCCAAATTTGGCGACATATTTATCGATGTGTTGCTTATCAGAAAAAAATAATTGTGGATAGTCAGCAATATTTCGATCCGAAATATGTGAACGTATTGTAAAATCTGGAATCTCATTGTCGCTTGATTTTACAATAATTTTGGTTGAATCTATTTTCAAAAAATCATATAAATCTCGCAAACGGTGTTCTCGGATCTCACTGTGATTCGTTCCATTCAAATATGCTTCAGGTGTTGCCATTGTGATAAATGATGTAATACATTATTTATCAGAATTACACAACGAAAATTATTTAATGCAATTTTTAATCAGAAATTAAACCCCGATTTATGGCCAATTTTCTAAGTATTTCGAGACCATCTGCTTCCAAAATGATAATTATGTCGACAAAATCATCACCAGTTACACAATCGATGTAATTATCAAAAATAGTTACAAAATCAATACCATAAGGCACAAAATTTGCGAAAAAATCTTCATGACTCATTTGTGTTATTTTCGCCAACTGATTAACGCTTTTAACAAAAAATGGCCAATGTTGTCTATCAAAATAATTCATAACAACCAATTTGGACATGACCGTGTGAAAAGAATCTATATTGACAGATGATGCATAGAGTAAAAATTTGATAATTAATGTGTTTGTGTAATCGAATTTGTCATCTAAGGCTATAATCCAATCTGTAAGATCGTGATCACGAAAATGGTGAATTGAATCGGATCTACTCGTCAAAATCTTTAGAATTCGATTGACATCAAAAACAGAAAAATCGAGACATGAATATTTTAATCTGGGAAATTGACCTTGTGGACCCCAAGTTTTTGCGCAAGATTCAATATATTCACAAAGTGTATCATATGCCAGATGAATACATGCTCCATTTTCAACACATAAATCAGCACTCGTAACATATAATGGTCGACAGTGTATAAATTCTTTAATGAAAATGTTGTCCAAAATTTCTTGAAAATTTAGCTCGGTGTGATAATTTTCCATGAAATACTTTAAATCTTCATCGGCAACTGTTCTATCACTATCAAAACCACAATCAAAAATTTTACCGATGGTAATTTTGATGGCAAAATCTTCGAAATTGAAACCATAAGCGTTAAACAATTTGGACATTTGTATGATTCCAAATTTTCTAACATAATTATCAATGTGTTGATTATCAGAAAAAAATAATTCAGGATAACGTGCAATATTTTGATCTGAAACGTATGATGTCGTTGTGAAATCAGGAATATCACAATCAAACGGCTTTGCGATAATTTTGGTTGAGTCTACACCCAGACGCGCATACAAATTTCGCAAACGATCTCCTCTTTGACATTTTGTGGTCGCCATTGCAATAAATGATACCAGATTATCCATTACAATTTCACAACAAAATTATTGAATGCAATTTTTAATCAAACCTTTAACAATAGCCAATTGTTTTAAAATATTACGCCAGTATGTCTTTTCCATATTTATTTCAGCACGCCCATCCAAATAATCATCAAAAATCTTAGGGAAATCGATATAAGGCAAAAAACTTGCAAAGAAATCTTCTGGTTGACAATCTGTTTTACGTATTAAATAATCAACACATTCCACAATAATATCGAAATATTTATCCGCATCAAAAGAATGTGTCATTAATTTTGTGAGTGACCTGTGAAAAAAATCAAAATTTGAAGATGACACAAAAAGTACAAATTTTACAACAAGTGGATTACTGTAATCTAATTCTCGCGATGATAACCATGTTTCTGAAACGCCAATCAAATCACGAACATCTCTAGCGTTTGTGGCAAAAATTTCGATAAATTTGTTGTCGATATCGTCGGCGTTTTCGCCTGAAAACATAATTAGATCATCTAATTTTAATTCCACTAGACACTTAATATAATGGCATGCGTGATCTTTTGTATATACTTTCATTTTTTCACGTAGATTATTAAGTGCTAGTTGAACACATGCACCATTTGTAATGCAAAATTTTTCGCTCAATGGAAATCGTAACCCTGACCAATACTGAAATCTGTCCCAAACCAGATGATTTAAAATAGCTTGGAAATCTATTTTGTCATCAGGTGTAAGTTTTTTCATTAAGAATATTAAATCTTCATCAGAAATGGGATGACTGCGAACAAATATATTGTGATAATCAAACTCAATACCAAAATCACGAACATCGTATCCATATGTTTCGCATAGTTTAACTGTTTTCAGTGTCCCAAATTTTTGTAGATAACACCGCGCATGTTCTGCTTTCGAAAAAAATAATTCAGGATAATCTGTAATAGTTTGATCAGATATGAATGAATCTTTCGTAAAATCAATATCAACGTCTTCTGCTCTTACGATAATATCTGCGTAATCTACTTTTAAAAAATCATATAAATTTCGTAAACGGTCTTCTCTGGAACCCATTGTTGCAACTAATGAAATGCCACCTAAAACTTTTTACCAAAAAGCGATAACTGGATGCAATTTTTCATAAAAATTGCACCCAAATTAATGTTTAAATATAAGTCTAAATTAGATACTTAGGTTGCAATCTAAAATGGAATTTTGCACATGCGGATATTCATTTAATATCACCAAGACCGTCAAAAATAAGATGGCTGGTGGCAGTGTCACAGGTGCACTAAATAATATTTTTGCCAAATTCAAAGCCAAGGAAAAACTCACAGCAGAAGATCTTGAAGGGCTAAAAGGTTTAGATATTTTGGGTGACCAGCGTTTTGATGATATGACAATTAGACTACAAAAGGATTTGATGACAGCAATCAAGGAACACGACAAAAAATTCTTTGATGTTAGTGAAGAAGATGCTGATGCAAATCTAAAGAACATGGATGCGTATTTTATTTGCAAACAATGCAAAACTCCTAAACAAATTCCTCCCGGAACTGTCATTTATACAAAAAATTATGGATCCATTGCTGAAGATATTGAAACCACGGATTATAGCCATGTGGTTGATGATTGCACTTTGGCCAGAACTCGAACTTATATTTGCAAAAATACCAAATGCCCTACACATAAAGCTCCTGAAACTAGAGAAGCATGCCTAACCAAAGATAGCAAAGGATTGTTGATCTACATCTGCACCGTGTGCAAAGTGCATTGGTATAATGCCACGTTTAATTGAATTTCATTAAATTACGCTATTGAAGAACAACAGCCTAAACCCAATATTTAATCAATTTCCAATAGTATTGAAAACTGATTTTTGCGCTCTGTTAATCGAGATTGTTCCATAGCAGATGTTGTCCAATAAGATTATTGGTTGTCATATCACTTTAATCAAAAAAATCGACACGGTCTTGCATTAAAGTACCGACCCTTTCGGAAGATAAACTTCCTGCAGGGTATAGTCAACCATAAAATTTTGCCATACGGTTTTGAAAATTTGATGTGAGTAATAAGTGGAGAAATTTATTCCAACATCGAGCAGAGATATCAACTCTGCCTACCAAAGCTTTTCAAAAAACACCCACATGTATTAACCTTGGTGATAGGTCGTCAAGAATATAACGATTTTATTCGAATAACTCGCCTAAGGAAAAAATTGCAGTGGAATATATTCAATATAAAAAAACTGCATTTTCACTTTATCATTTCTGGTCAGGATGCCGATTGCAGTTAAAAGAAAAGTTAAAGCTCCGATTGGAAATGCAAAAGTAAACCAAAAAACTAAGTTAGATAAAAATGAGGACCTAAGCCCTCGTGATAAATTAACAGAATTTTTGGCAAGTCGCGTTGTGAAGACCAAAGCCGACGGCCAAGAACAAGAACACACACATATTTCGCTGGATGCTCCTTTCGCGAAGTATGTGATTAATCCCGACTTTGAAGCTCAATTTTTGAAATTGTATGCAGATGCTATTAATGATGGCAGCACTTTGTCAATTGCAGAATGTCACAAGGATGTTGGTCCAATAGTAATGGATTTTAATTTTATCCAACCTGGAACCGCACCTAATCGTAAATATACAGACATAACCATAAAAAATGTTGTGAAATTGTTTAATGGTGTAATGCGCACCTATTTGGAAATTGATGAAGACAGAAATATTGCATATGTGTCGGAAAAACCTAGTCCTGAACTTCGTGATGGGGAATATCATGATGGATTTCATGTTATGTATCCACACATATGTACCACACCAATGCTGCAATTACTTATGAGAAATGATTTGATCCAGTTATTGAATAAGCGAGATATTTTCAAAAATATTCCTTGCAAGAATGCCTTGCGTAAAATCATAACTGAGGATATTGTGTATCAAAAGCCTTGGTTGCTTTATGGATCGGCGAAAACTGCCGATTCAAAACCATATTTGTTGACAACAATTCTTCAGGCCACAGAAACTGGTTTGGAAGTGACAACATTCAATGATATGAACTTTGAAGACCCGACTTATATTGAAACTTTTACCAAAATGACGTCCATCAGAAAATTTTCCAATAACCAAATGACTCCATATGCTGAATCAGTTGATCCCAAAGAAGTTGAACAAAAAGCAACAGCCATGAAAATTAAATTGGCTCAAAGGATTGGAGATGGTGAAAACATTGCCAATTTGCTTGGAAATAATACATCTTTTGTAAAGGCTGCATCTGATATCGAATATGAAGAAGCTCAAAAACTGATCAAGCTATTGAGTAAAGACAGAGCTAAAGATCCGCATTCTGTCATGGAAGTTGGCAAATGTTTGCATAATATCGATTACAGGCTTTGCCAAGAATGGATTGAGTTCAGACGCAGAGCAAATAATGATCTAAGTGATGAAGTTTGTGCTGATGAATGGAGAAAAATGGCGAATAACCATTACACAAATGCCAGTTTGCATTTCTGGGCGAGAACTGATAATGTCGATTCTTATAACGCTCTCCGAAAGGAATGCATTGATAAGCTTTTGAAAGATGCACTTGTTGGTGGTCATGCTGGTATTGCTAACTTGTTTATTGAAAAATACAAATTCCGTTTCAAGTGTGGTTCTATCAAAAATAAAGAATGGTTTGAATTTAAGAATCACAAATGGGTTCAAATTCCTACTGGATACACGCTGCGTAATTTGATTTCAGATGAATTAACACGTATGTATGCATCACTTCAACAGCAAATGTATCATGATGCTGGTCAAAAGAATGGTTATGATAAAGATCAAGCTTTGACTGATGCTGGCAGAGTAAGTAAACTTATTAACAAGCTAAACGATTCCAATTTTAAAGAAGGAATCATGAAGGCTTGTGCTGATAAATTGTTTGATCCAGAGTTTTATGATAAGCTTGATGAACAACAATATCTGATTTGTTTCAAAAATGGTGTTTACGATTTGGAAGCTGACGTTTTCCGCGAGGGATGTCCTGATGATTGTGTTAGTTTGTGTACTGGTTACAATTATGTTGAATATAATCCAAATGACAAAACCGCAAAAGATATCAATGATTTCCTATGTAAAATTCAACCTGACAAAGAAATCAGAGAATATCTATTAACGGTGTTGTCTACTTGTCTGTGTGGAAGTATTTCAACAGAATCTTTCTATGTTTTTACTGGTTCCGGAGCCAATGGTAAATCCAAACTTATGGAGCTGATGAAGTACACTCTTGGTAAATATTTCAAGCCAATGGATGTCAAGATTTTGACAGCAAAACGAGGAAGTTCATCTGCTGCGTCACCTGAATTGGCAGACAAGAAAGGTATTAGATTGTGTCCATTGGATGAACCTGAGGCTGGAGATGAGATTCACACTGGTTTTATGAAACTTATGACTGGTGGTGATGAAATTATGGCTCGAGCTTTGTTCAAGGATCCAATTTATTTCAAACCTCAGTTCAAACCATTCTTGTTGTGTAACAATTTGCCAAAGATCAGAGCCGATGATGATGGTACTTGGCGTAGATTGAAAGTTATTCAATTTGGTGCTAAATTTGTTGATCCTGCGATCGCAAGTGAAAAACAACTCAAACAAGGATTGAAAAAGGGCCAACATTGGGCTGATCGCACATTGTCAACTAAACTCAAAAATTGGAATTCCACGTTTGTTGGATTGCTGCTGGTGCATTTTAGAAAATATTATCAGGACACCATGGAAGGTGGACCTGGTTTCAGACATCCCAAAGCAGTCACACAAGCAACAAATGATTATAGACGTACTTGCGATTTGTATCAAGATTTCATTGCTGATTATTTGACAAAAACTGAAGACGAAAAAGACATTGTTACAGTAAACTCTATGCATCAAGGTTTGAGAGCTTGGTTCAAAAACAATTATCCTGGAACATGTCCAAACAAAAAGGAACTCAAAGAATATCTGTTACAAAGACTTGCACAATTTTACGTAAAGAACGGTGAATATCTCAAGAGTTACAAAATCAAAGACACAAGCGATCCTGATATAGATAAGCTTGCAGCTTACGAAGGTAATGTTGGTGATGAAGCAGGTGATGAAGTTGCTGAGCAAGTCGATGCTGAGCAGGAAGGATTTGATCCCGATGATGACAATGAAGGTGGAGATGAAGGTGAAGGAGAAGCCGAACAAGACGACAATTACGGTCACGATGATGCCGACGAAGATAATGGTGATGATTATGATGAAAACGGAGATGAAGATGATGTGATTGACGTTTAAGTGAAATTTTTTAATTTTATTTGCAAAAAATTTGCAAGCAAAATTAGTAAAAATTAAAAAATTGCAAAAATAAATTCTGTCAACAATATACCTATTAATGATGCAGTTCGAAAAATGGACAAAGTTTTTATTTCCGACTTGATAAGAATGCTATTGGGTACATTAGTATTCCCAGGTTTTCTACTATTGTGTGGAATGTATGATAATAGACCTACTGCGAACACCGAAAGAATTGAAAATTCTGGAGGGATCAAGTGACTACTGGACACTGGAAGAATTGAAAATTCTGGAGAGGTCGAGTAACTGTTAATCACCAAATAAATTTTCATTTTGATTAACTAATCCAAATAAAAATTGCAAAAATAAATCCCGTTTAATAATTCAATTTTGGTATTAAAATTACGCTCTCTTAAAAAATCAATTCAGAGCTTATACAAAAATGGCTGCTTCGTCTTCTAATTCAGTTGATTTGATCGATCAAACAGATCCTGATCTTGATGAGATTGCCAATGAATCTGAAGAAGATCCTTATGCGTTTGTTGACAGATTCCATCCAGGATTAGTCATGAGAAAGCATGGCATTATTTTGCTTCAATGTATTGGAAGCGGACGTAATGCTATAGTCTATTTGGTCTACAACATCAATTCTGATGCTTACCAGGCCATGAAAATTCAAGGAGATTATTATATGGAAGATGGCAAGCGCGAGGTTAAAATTATTAGATTGATTAATAAATATGCTGAAGCCCATCCTCAAGAACAATCTTTTTGTGTTGAATTGCGCAAACAGTTCATTTATACAATGAACGATACATATGAACATCAGTGCAGTGTTTACGATTTGTATTCAGGTGATGTTCAACGTTTGTTGAACACAGGTTCATACAGGTATGGATTTCCCATTCCGATTGCAAAAAAAATGATTAAGCAATTAGTTACAGCAACAAATTATTTGCACAACAAACTGAAAATCATGCACACAGATATTAAACCTGAAAATATTTTGGTGAAGGGCGAATATGATGAACATAATACTGTTATTGAAATTTTTGAAAACAGTGGTTTCAAGGAGGCCTATGAAAAGCTTATGGTTGAATATGATAAGGGCAATTTCTTACAAAAGCATAATCCCAAAATTTATGCTGAGCTTCTTACCAAGCTTGAAGATGGATCTCTTGCAACTGAAACTTATGACGAGTTGCTGGAAAATCTTAATCAAAATTTCAATCCCAAAAGCGCCGAATACAAAATCCAAATGAAGCAAATTAAAACCGATCTTGATTCTGGAGCTCTAGGTGAAAAAACATTTGATGCTCAAGTTGAAGTTCTTGGGGAAGAAATCCTGGAAGAACTCATTGAAGATCTTGGTTTGAGAAGTGTAAAAGATATCGCTGACAGACAAATTCAACACGAATTCGATGATGAAGAATATACCGTTGATGATGATTTTGAAGATTATGATGGTGCTGATGATCTCGATGAAGATTTGGAAGCCGACGTTGATTATGGTATGATCGAAGAAGAAGGTGATGTAGAAGATCCTGAAGATAAAATCCTTAACACCAGACGCCAATCAATTGAAGACACAAGTCGTGATAGAAAGAATCTTGATACGGTTAACATTGAAGAAATTGTTGAAGAGTATGATTTTGTTAATATTCTGAAACAATTTGACGATGAAGAAGATGGAACTTGTGTAATTGACGACAAGTATGTCAAGAATATCAAGATTGCATTGACCGATTTTGGAGGTGCTTATCACATTGGCAAACAAAGTTTCGATTGTGAAGTTCAAGATAGACCTTACAGAGCACCTGAAGTTATTCTTGGATACAATTACAATACTAAGATCGATGTTTGGTCAATTGGATGTGTTGCATTTGAACTTGTGACAGGATTTACTTTGTTCACACCTAAAGCTGAGCCTGTTAACAAAGATTTGCAACATTTGTACTTGATTGAAAAACAATTGGGTCCCATTCCTTTGGTTATGAAAAAGCAGGCACCCAGATCTGAGTTCTTGTTTGACTCTGCCAGAAAATATCATATTAAGAATATTGAGCCTTTTGAATCAGTTACTCTGAAACATAGACTTGTTGAGCAATTCCAAATTGAAGAATCCGATGCTGATGAGCTAGTTTCATTTTTGAATATTTGTCTTGTTTACAATCCTAAAAACAGAGCATCAATTGCTGAACTTTTGGAACATCCTTGGTTGAAGGGAATCAAGGTTTAAAAAGTTTAGATTATTAATGAATTTTGAAATATTTTCCAAAATTCATTATATCTTACATTTGCATTCAACCAGCATGTGCTAGTGAGCGAACTCGAGACCTCGAAAGAAGCTTGCCTTTTCCTTCGGAAGGGATTGAGTCACCACGAGACCCCGAAAGAAGTTTGTCTTTTCCTTCGGAAAGAATCGAGTTGCCACGAGACCCTGAAATTGATTAAACTCAAATACTATGTGTAAGATCACGTAATCGCACTACATGATCTTACACATAGCATTTTTTTTAAAATTCTTTAACTTTCGTTTTTCGAACCCAAAGTTAAAATTAAGTGTACAAAGAGATCCATTCAATTTATCTTTCCTGTTTACCATAAGCATAGCCATAGTCAGAAATATTTGTCGGCCCAAGTGGAGATTTTCCATAATTAGACAAAAAGTTTGCACCATTATGAGGTGATGTTGGGTCTGAATATGTCATCTGTGCATAGCTTGATTGTTGTGGCAATGAACTGCTCGAATTACCTATAGGCGAACCAACTAAACAAGGACTCCATACGGTTGGAACTGATTTGGACAAATTATACGAATTATTATAGGACATGTTTACGTAATCTCTATAGAATAACCGCACAAGCCAATTCCAAGTGCAATAAATACCACAGGCTTATTATTGTGTGATTATCAAGGAATTCAAAGTTTCAATTTTTATTTGCGAAGGCTCGTCTTTGCAAATAAAAATGATAATTTTGTTATTGTTTCAATGACGAAATTTCAATTTTTATTGGTGAAGCTTGTCTTCACAAATAAAAAGGATAATTCAGTGAAGTTTATCTTTGTTGAATTTCAATTTTTATTTGCGAAGCTTGTCTTCACAAATAAAAAGGATAATTCAGTGAAGTTTATCTTTGCTGAATTTCAATTTTTACTTACTCAACAAACTCACCAGCATATAACACGTTTAAAACTTAGCTTTATTTTTTGTCATAAGAGTATCATTAAATGACATCAACAGGATCCACATATATTTTGGACAACACACAAGAATTCGATAATTTATTTACATGCTTATCTAAAACTTATGCTAAAATTATTTCGTCCGGATCCAATCCAGAAAAAATACAAATCCGACATTTTTATTATGGTGTATTGCATCAAACATATGATTTCAAATTTGCACGAAAGTTGATTATGTTTTCATCCAGTACAACAATTACTGTTTCTGATTTGTATCCAGAATTTTCTGCCCTTGACAAAGTTCTCGGTGAAAGAATTAAGTTACGAGAAAGATCCACTAATACAAAGTCAATCGCAAAAGACAATTCAGCATCCATTAAGCAACTTGATGATACACTTGATTCATTGAGGAAATACATCGGTCTAGATGCAGATGACGATATGTTTAACGGTTTGCCAAAAAATATGACATCTGTGAGCACAGACTTTCAGTCTCTGAGAGCAGTAGCGAGCACAGAACGTAAGCCTGTTAAAAGAATTTTCAAAATAGAAAATCTGAATTGCGGCGAAAAAACTCTTAAATGTGACATATCACAAGACTCAATTAAAAGTAAAGTTTCATCTGAAACTGAACCGCAAACAGGACTTCCTCGTAATCTGAGAAGTTTTCTGGGCGACAAAATGACCTTCCAACAAGTCTACGAGAAACTTAAAACCGAGGAAAACTACGAAGAATTCTTGCCAGATTTTTTTGCAGGCAAATATGAAGTCATGCTGTTGTTAAATGAAGACAAACACTTGAGCTTCAATAACCTCGCTGAGATTGATCCTAACAATGTTACACAAGAACAATTTGATACATTGGCTACAGAGTTTGATTTATTTACTTTAGGTATGGAATCATATAAAGAAGCTACTGAAGAAACTCCAGATGATTTGGGTGAAAACATTAATAATATTACAGAAATGTTTGTGAGTGATGAGATTGCACGAGCCAAAGAACCGACTTGCCATAATTAATTATTGATCTGTTGATCAATAATTATTTGTGTTAAACGTCTGACAATAAAGCAAACATATTATTCTTAGTTGTAGCAGAATATTTTGTATGCATATCGAAATTTGTTCTGAATTTAGTTGTGTCACCAATTTTTTTTTTATTGTAGTTTGCAGGATTATTTCTATGATAGGCCTCAGAATTGGAACCTGATCCAAGTTCAACATTTGCTATTTCTTTAGCCATGTGTCTAGTTACATAACAAATTGTTCTCAATGATGAAAAAATATTATCGTAATCCACATCTTGTATTTCTACTACATTGGAAATATGATACTGAATAAATGTTGTCAACGAGTCAATATCCGATCTCAAAATTGAATGAACAAAATGATGTTCAGTGCATTTTGGTTCAGAATTTCCAACATAGAAATCTTTGCACTGCGATGTTTTTTGACAGAAATTATAACTAGATCTTGTAATAGATGGCTTGACTGAAGAAGCCACGCAAACCTTTTCACAACGAGTTTGACCAATTCTTTTTGCTAACAAGTCACATGCATTCCCAAGCCAATCCAAATAACCACAAACATCATTAAGTTGTGTAACATGATTTGCTAATGGACCTCTATTCTTGAAATTGATTGTTTTCTCGGCTAAAGTCTGAATGTACAGTGATAGTGCACAATTATGACGCATAAGGGTACATGAATCATATGAATTCGGGCTTGTTTGGATAAGATCATCGACATTTAACTTTCTATCAATTACCTCATCTTTTGATCCAATTTGATATTCAGTCACAGGAATAGATGTTATGATCTGCTTTTGTGGTTTGTTTATAATTAAAACAACCTCTTCATTTGTTTCTGTAGCAGCCTCGTCGCCCCAGTCAAAAGTATCAGAGCTCATCGCTTCTTCCCGATAGTCAAGACTCGTGTGGTCCGCAAGCTGATAATTGTATGTTGATATTTTTTATATGAGTTAAACACAAATTGACATACCAATTGATTAAAATCGTTAGATCTTGGATAAAGTTAATTTAAAGGCAATTGGTATAAATTTGTGTCAAGCTAAATATACAGATGGCAGCCGGTTATAAAATAAAGCAAAAGCTTGGAGCTGATAAAACGTACGTCAGACCAAAAGTAACAAAAACTGAAAAATTGACTCCAGATGAAATATCCAAAATGCTTGAAGGTTACAAAGTTGTTGAAGATTTTACAGATGTCCCCTTAGGAACACATGTTAGATATTTCATTAAAGATAAGGTTACAGGCAAAGATTTGTTCAGGACCGGAGGTTTCATTGAAAACAAAAAAGGGTTGCCTGAATACATTACTCTTGCAAATGGCAAGATTGGTTGGCCTGTTCAATTAAAAGGTGCAACAGTTTTTGTAAAAATGTCCAACAAAGAACAAGTTACAGGATTACAAAACTCCTATGAAAAGAAATTAGTCAAATACCAAGCAGAATTACAAAAATACAAGAAAGCCTTAGCTGAAAGAGATGAGATCATCAGGAAATTGAAAACTTATATAAAAGCAAACATGGCTGTTTCTGTTAAAAAAAAATAAAATGATACTCTCATTGGCGTTCGACTACCGTCATGCACGATAACATAATTATCTCTCAAATTATCCTTTTTATTTGCGAAGCTCTCTTCGCAAATAAAAATTGAAATTCAGCAAAGATGAACTTTACCGAATTATCCTTTTTATTTACGAAGACGAGCTTCGCAAATAAAAATTGAAATTTGACAAAAAGAAATTTTTATCAAATTATCCTTTTTATTTGCAAAGACGAGCTTCGCAAATAAAAATTGAAAAATAAAATCCCTACACATATGGGTTTAAACGACTTAAAAATTATGCCATCGTAGTTAAAATACGACTTGACAAAATGAGCAAGAAAACTGCTGCACCTGCCAAGAAAACCGCTAATGGAAATGGAACTGCGGCTAAAAAGAATGCTGTTAATATCAGCAATTTGTCCTTGGATGAAATCAAGACTTTGAACCCTTTTGATCCGGTTCATTGGTCAAAATTGTTTAACTTCGCGATTCCTGGAGAAGACGCCACTAAAGAAGAACTTATTGGAGCTTCCAGACAATGTTTTGCTGCGATTTTGCTTGCAAGAGCTGTTAACAAATCTATCACAGAGCGAATGGTCGACGTGACTACTCAAGATAAAAAGGGAAAGAAATCTAAAGCTTCTGATCCTGAAGAAGATGAAAATCTTGAGGACATCGGAGATGAAGATGAAGACGAGGATGCCACCGACGAGATTGAGAACGGAGACGACGAAGAAGCCGAGCAAGATGAGGCCGATCAGGAAGAAGAAGCCGAAGTTGATGAGGACGAGGATGCAGAGGAAGAAGCTGAACAGGATGAAGATGCTGAAGCCGATGAGGAAGAAGCCGAACAGGATGAGGAAGGTGATCAAGAAGAAGATGACCAGGACGAAGATGAAGATGCTGATGGAGCCGAAGAGGAGGAAGTTGAAGACGAACCTGCTCCAGTTACAAAGAAAGGATCTGCAAAGAAGACCCCTCCTAAAAAATCTAAGGATCACGATTCTGATGCCGAAGAAGATGATGAGCCTGCACCTGTTACGAAAAAGTCTGGCAAGAAGGTCACCGCTGCGGCTCCTGCAAAGAAGGCCGCAACAACCACTAAGGTTGCGCCTAAAGCTGCAGCCAAACCCGCGCCTGCAGCTTCCAAGAAAGCTCCAGCTAAGCCCGCAGCCAAAGCCGCACCTGCTAAACCTGCTACGAAAAAGACTGGCAAGAAGTAGTTAGATAAATAATGATTGATTAAAAAACCAATTATTATTTTTAAATTTTAAAAAAATTGCATTTAAAAATCTGCAAACGTAAATGATTCAACAAAAGTTTACCGATGCCCAAATATGATTTACAGAAAAATACAAAAGGAGCAAACATAATCGAAGTCATCGATTCATCGCCGGTCAAATTGCCATTCGGAACAGGCACAAGGGTAATTCCTAAAAAAATTCTGGGAATAGAAAACATATTCACAGAAAATAGGAGAGTCCAGGGAAATTTAAAAAAATCTGCAGCAAGAATTATTGAGGAACTTATATGTGCGGATCGTCAGCGCGATCCACTTAATAAGCCCAAAAAGGAATTAAGTCCCAAAATTACCCACATTAAAAAATTCGGCAGAAAGCCAAATAATTTTAGGAAATTTAAACAAAACAAAATTGAAAACATTTAACAAATATTTAATAAACATTTAACAAACATTTAACAAACAGATAATTTACCAACAATTTACAAAAGTAAACTGTTGGCAAATTTCACATAAAAAATTGCAACATTGTATTTTCACGCAAAGTATTTGCTTTAACAAAATTATTTACGGGATTTCAATCTGAAAATTCCTAAATGCAAAGCTTAAGCAGGTTAGACATTATTAAATTTCGAAATCGTATTGAAGACAAGATACAAGAATATTTGGATAATTTGGATAATGGAATTCGTAACGTTCGTCTACAGAATTATTTAACAAGCATAATTTCCTATTCCAATAGATTAGAAAGTTTGCAAACTTCCATTAATGATTCAAAAAATGATGAATCCTTACGGTTGTCAGACACAGATGAAACTGATGAAACAGATGAAGTTTTATCAATAGATTCAGACATTGAATTGGATCTTGAATATCCACAATCACCCGATTTCAAAGAAGATTGGTTTGTTAGCGAAATGGAAAGTAGACGACAAAATCGACATCACACATTTGCCGAATCGGATATGTTTGCAGGCGTTGACATTGATGCCCTTAGAGAATTTGGATGGACTGATGAGGAAATCATTAAATTTTGCTTGGATGAAAATGTCAAAACAACTTTCGATGGCGATGAAAAATCATCAGAAAAAAAGTCTGATACACCAGATAATGAAAATTATTCCGATTTGAAATTGAGTGACGAATTTGAAATTAAATTTGACGAATACCCTAGCGATATTTATCGCCCTTACAAAAAATATGTTCCGCCATCTAAACGTGTTACCAGTGGATTCCAATCCACTGCTAATGCTCGAGCGAGCGTTACTTTTAGGGAGAAAATAGAGGAAGTCGAACATGAACAAACTGAGGCAGAACGAGAGATTAGCGCATTGCAAAACATAACAATTGTAAATGGAGAGATTTCTTTTGCAAACAATCTTTTCCAAGAAATAAAAGTGACAGATATCAATTTCGACGATATTCCTGATCCGATGCCTAAACCAGAACCCAGCAAACCAGTTCTTCAGAATCTTTTGAAAGCTGATAGTTTCGATTATGCTCCGATTGTGACTTATGAAGATGAAGATCTGCTATTGTTGTAAGAGCGTAAATAATGATCGATTTCAAACCAATCATTATTTTAAGGCATGTTGCTTCATAGCATCTGCATAATAAAGTTCAAAAACTTTTTTCCTATCGTGAGTGAATCCTACTTTCGACACAAATATTCCAAGAAAATTCGCGGGATTCTTTGTTGAAAAATCTATTTGAAAATTTTGTCCGGCATAAAAAGTGAAAATCTCATAATGTCGCGTTGTTTTCAAAGCCCAACTAATCTGTCCATCAGTGTCATCAAAAATATCCCATCCTTGTGATTGGAAATATTTCACGGTTTCAGCAAAACCATATTCAACAATTTTCGCAAGAGGAACATCTAAATCATGCCAAGATAGGTTGAAATTACTCACAACAATAAAAAAATTTCTGTCAAATAATGACGATGAAATTTTAACCTCGCATTGGCCTGTGTAGAATACTTCGTGCAACAAATTTCTAAAATATGACACTGGATCCAATATATATGGCAACAATAATGAAATATCATTACGCCTAAAGTATTTGAGTGCTGAATTTGTTGACAACAACATTTCGACAACATCAATATTTGGATAAAATGATGAAACGTAATCAATAATCGATTGGAAGATGGATTTACTACAATTATGGCAGCTAAATCTAACTAAATTGAGAATTTTCTTGCATCGAGCTTTTGGATTGAATGGTTCAATATTAGCTTCAGCAATAGCAGCAATAAATTTTTTGAGTGTGTCCAATCCCGGAGATTTGGATCTGAGATTGTACTTGAATATTGTCCAATTAACTTGACAATTGTTTCTGATTAGAAATTCTACTACATCAGGATAACACAAAGCTTCAATGCAAGAAATATTAAATAATCTCAAATCAATATTCGCGTCAACAAATCTCTGGGCTAATTTAATATCCGTGCAAACGATTTTTCCGTGATCATTTTCATTAAAGGATACTGGGTCCATTTGTTGACCACAATTAATTATGATTTGAACACTTGCAAAGAATTCAAGTCATAATCGGGTGCAATTTTTATCTGACTTTAATTTTCATTGAAAAGATTATCTAATGCTCTCCGTTGTTGGATTTTTTTATGTATTCTATATCGATTCTGCTTCACTGAGAATCTGTGGATAGAATTTGGAATTTGATTTAATGACCTGGTTATTGTTTCGGTTGGTGTATGTGGTACATCAATTTCTTCAGGAGTTGGCTCAGGTTCTTCAGAACTACTCGACGAATCAGCATTTGTAGATAGATTAGATTCACTTGGAGTTTCTGATGATGAAGTCCAAAGATCATCTGTGAAAATACCATCATCCAACCGTTCTACAAATGCTATATCTGTAGCACTATCAATAACGTCTTGTTTTATGCTTGATAAAAAACAATATTTCAAAGGTCTAATTGTTTCCAAATTTTCAAACATGGATTCATGTAACTCCAAAATCATGTGACATGTCGATATTTTGACCGAATCTTTTTCGCGTAATCCTAACATTTTGATCTGTATGGAACCACTAGGATTTAAACTTCCGCATAAGGAAATCAACATATCAAAAATTTCATGTTGCGTTAGTTCTGATAAAAAATTATGCCATAATAAAGTTTTGTTTTCGATATCAGGAGTTTGAGGATTAAAATAAAAAAATGATTGAAGCAGTTGTTGTGAAATTTCATATTCACCTGAAATGTATGCATCAGCATCTGCTGGTGCCATTGTTTGCAAAAGTTCACACCGTGTTAAACCTAAAGCATTTTGAAGTGCAACAAACAAATTAAACAAGCATTTATCTTGCCCCAATTGGCAAACTTGGTGTCTGTAATAAGCTTCCAAAGATTCATAACCAGTTTCAGCGTTCGCAAATTCGGTTTCTGATAATTTATGAGTTGATTCATAAATATCTGGATGTAGCCTATGCATATGATTACCTAATTGATCGATAGTGAATTCGGTCTTATTTAGATTTTCAAAAAATTTTGGAGCTAAATGTCTGGAAAGTTTGCATCCGGCATCATGAGACAAAATAATAAATTTTGCAAAGGCTTTGTATGAATAAGACATTGACCAAAAACTATGTTTCAAATTAAAATCAAAGTAAAAAGCACCCACTTTAACAAAAATTGTTTCCAACATTTGTTCAAACATTCTGGAATAAAATGCTCTTGTGGCGCCATTTCCAACCGCTTTATTTTTGCCATTGATTGTTATCACGTTAAAATTTTGGCTCGGATATCGTAAAATTATATCAAAAAAATCAACCCAATCGCATTCTTTATAATCGAAATGGATCAATTTTTTATTGTCACTAAAAAAATATTGGAATGGATGCATGCAGCTTATTGCTTACTATAAGATTTGGTGATAATATTTTCGGCAAAAATGTTTGCAATATTTCCCTTTCAAGAAAAATTGCAAATACGATTACCTGATAAATTCACAAGTATATGTGTTATTTAGTCGAACATGCCTTTAGTAAAAATCTCTGATATCGAAGCCTTCGAGGCTTGGGATGATGATGTTGATGTTCAAGAAACAGATTTTTCAAATGGAGATCATATGATTCTCGATAATAATATGTCGACACTTGATGCTTTGGCTGACGCTGCATCTAATGTGTCAGATACGTCAATGTGTTCCGTTCGAATAGTATCTACAAAACCTAAACCCGCGCCCATATTTGCGACAAAAGCTCACAAAAAAAATCTTGACATTATTATGAATTTACCAGATGATAAACTTGATGGTTTCATAAAAGAACTTCTTGGTTACAAATTTAGGGGAGTTCATAATGGCATCATTAAATCCATTATTGAATCCCAGACAAGATTAGCTGAACTTTATTTTGATCCAAATAGAGAAATTAGCTTGCGTGATTACAGAATTGAGGAATTTATTTTGACTTTTATCAAATGGTATAACAATAGATCAAGCAACCGTTCTGGACAAATATGGTATGTCACAGTACTTTCAACTGAATTGCAGGATTATCTTTGCGCAGGCACAAAAGACATTCGAGTTCACAGAACAATTCGCCACGGTGATCCCGACTTTGTTCCAAGGACAAAGAGGTGCAGAAAACAATCTCAAGATGAATTTGAGAAACCTGTAACGCGTCCTGCACCAAACCATGAAGATTTCACCGAACATGTCTTACCTGAAATATCATTATCAGAAAGTGAGAAAGATCGCACGCATGAATTGGCTCAACAGGTTGATATCCTAACACAACAAAATCAAATGTTGTTAGAAATGCTTTCTCAATTCAAGAAATAAATTTTTTTGTAAACAGATTTCTTTTTACAAAAAACAACGCATTTAAAAAGTAAACATTTAAATTGTTAATTTAATCCAAAATGTCATGTTGTGATGATATGCGCGGTGATCCTTGTGGAAAACGCCATAAAAAAACTTGTGATGATCCCTGTGGAAGAAGATCTAGAAAATATGATTGTTGCAAACCATTACCTCTTACACAAGAACAAATTGACGACTTTTATAGCAGCAGAGGACCAATTGGAATGCGGGAATATAGACGCAGTAATTTTTACGACAAACGGAAACACAAAAAAGAAAAAAAATTACGCAAACCGATAGATAACGAAATCGAATCAATGGAAGAAATTGAACCAATCAAACATTCAACTTCATCAATGGATGTTGACAGTCGCAAGACTATCGGTTCATCCAAAGGGGAACAAGACGGTTGCAAGACCTCAGAAAAAATAGGTTTATCTTTGGATGAACAAGACAATCACCATGCAAAGGTAACAATTTCTCCACCGGTCGAATCAAATGAAAGTTCAGATTACAGACCAGCTCCTAAAAATTTTGATGAAAATTCAATTTCTGATGCTAACATATGTGTTGCTTGTATGGATTTAGAAAGAGAAGTGGTATTATTGGCATGTAAACATTATGTTTTGTGCAAAAATTGTTCGGTTATTTACACAGCGTGTCCAATTTGCCGTGTGCCTTACACAATCGATCAGACAGTCGCCGTTTACAAATCTTGATTATTAATATTGATCTACAGACTAATATTAATTTGCATAAAAAATTGATACATGTGACATCTTTGTAATTAATTAAATCTATAATATAATAGTGATCATGCAAAGCTCTTTGATAGCATCACTATTTTGACAACTATCGAAATGGCGGATTATGCTCAAAAAGAACCTTTCCCAAGCCCACCCAATTTCCTTAATACTGGAGACTTTATCCAGTACAAATATGGAAAACTTACCAGGGATTACTTTGCACCAAATTTGTATCATATAATTTTTAACGATAATGCGATTGTGATTCACATAGATAAAATAATTGGTTTGTTTTGTGATGCAGATTACAGTATTGAAGATGACTATGGTTTTGATAGCCAACGTCACACTGCAATATGCACAATGACATTGGATTACCTAATGAATCATCGATCCGGAATATCGGATCCAAGAGATCGGTCAAATGTGAAATTGGATATATTTATGTTAAACGTTCAAACAAATAATTTAATGTTAAACATAAACATTTTACCCTTGTTAATTGGAACGTATCATCAAATGATGTTATTTGAGTACAGGAATACTGTATCAGCATTGCTCAATCCATCAAGGCAACCAACATATCAAACTCCACATTTGAATTTCCCATCACAAATTCCTTCGGAGTCTGCACCGATATTCTTGGAAACTGCTGGTTTGTGTTCACCAACGATCTCTGAAACTACAGATTCATCTTCACGATCAATAAGTTCAGAAAGTAACACTGAACAACATCCTTATATCCCACAATGTATGCAATACTACGGCAACAGAACAGATACAAGACCATCAGAGGAAAAATCGACCCCGAGTGATTTTTATGATGATGACAGTCGAATGTCAATGAGACCCTCGGAGAAAGTTGTTCTGACAACTTTCGATGACAGTCGAATGTCAATGAGACCCTCGGAGAAAGTTGTTTTGACAACTTTCGATGACACAATTCCTTCAACAGGTATGCTCCCGGAGTCTCCATCAGAAGAAAAAAATAGACGCATGTTGGTTGCCAAACAAACACTTAAACTTGTCAATACAAATTATGGTATGCCGGATTTCTACAGGGAATATGAATTTGTTGACGAAGAATCTGAAAGTTCTAATCCAAAAAAACGTTCGAGAGCGTCATACTTCAAAAGATGTGATCCTTACGAAATTTTAAAAGCACCTTTTTCACGATGGAGTCCAATCATATTTAAAAAATTTATCCTAAACAGGCCACGCGTAATTGAATTTATGGGTAATTTACCATTAGATACCCCATTAGAAAACCAAAGGGTTGATATTATAACGTCCTTACAAAAACTCAATGTCAGAACGTTTGCGGCCTATGCTTTAGTGTTTTATTTACTAAATAAAAAATTCCCAAAAGATTGCGCTAACATAATTGATATTGTTTCAGCAGTGTACACGTCATATACAAAAATTAGATATCTGAACTACAAAACGCAAATTAATAACCTCAAATCATTTGGATCAGGTTTTTTTATCGATGATACAGAAGATTATGCAAACCATGTTTGGCTAGCCGGTCTGCCACCTCCAAATAATACACAAGATTACAATTTAATTAGACGCGAAATGCGAAAATATGACACAAGAGAATATCAAAAATATTTTGAACCTGTAACTATTATTGATACCAAATACATGGTTCCGATAAACCAGAAAAAAATTTAGTTCAGCTAAAGTATAGTAAAGCTTGTTTGTAAGTGTGGATATGTCGGATAGGCGAAGTAATCCTTGTGATAGGCGAAGCAATCCTTGTGGTAAAACAATTCTGGTAACAGGTGGATGTGGTTTTATTGCCAGTCATATGATTGTTGAGCTTCTTAATTCAGGGTACGATGTTATTTCGGTAGATAATCTTGTTAATTCAAGTACTGAAGCTAACAATGCAATTTATCAAATAACTGGCATGGAACACATTTTTATTGAACTAGATGTTCGAGATAAAAATCTATTGCGTGAAGTTTTTACAAAAAATAAGATCGATTCAGTCATCCATTTTGCTGGTTTGAAAGCTGTTGCAGAATCTGTTATCAAGCCACTGGATTACTACAGAAATAATTTAGATTCAACTTTGAGTTTGTTGGAAATTATGCAAGAATTTGGTGTAAAAAATCTAATTTTTTCATCTAGCGCCAGTGTTTATGGAAATACAAATACAAATAACGAAACTGTTGGCGAAATGACTCCATGTAATCCTATTAATCCATATGCCACAACAAAATACATGATTGAATGCATTTTGTGTGATTTAGTAAAGTCTGATCCAGATTGGCATGTCATTGTGTTGAGATATTTTAATCCATGTGGGTCACACGCAAGTGGTTTACTTTTGGAAAATCCTAAGCAACTTGCAACAAATCTAATGCCAATTATGATTAGATGTTCATTTGGAACAACAAAAAATTTAGCAAACCACAACGAAATGGAAGTGTATGGTTCAGATTATGATACCATTGATGGAACCTGTATTCGAGATTACATTCATGTTGTTGATCTTGTTAAAGGTCACATTGCAGCTCTTAATAAATTGCATCTTTACCAATATGAAATATTTAATTTGGGAACAGGTTCTGGATACAGTGTACTACAAATGATCAAATGTTTTGAAACAACAAATAATGTTAAACTTAATTACAAACTTGGCCCTCGCAGACCAGGAGATGTCGCAAAACTCGTCGCTAATCCTAATAAAGCCCATGAACTTTTGGAATGGATCGCAGAAAAAACACTTGAGGACATGTGCAGGGACTCCGTAGGGATTACGCGGGAACCGCATAATCCCGAAAGAATTGAATGATAATGAAACTCTGTGGGGATTATGCAATAAATTGATTTAATTAATTTTATTAACTAAATCAGTTAACTCAAAACAACTGTTTCCATTGATTTAACTTTGATTTTGATATCAAAGTTAGCACTTTTTGTGTAAGCATGATTACTCTTCGACTGCAAAATATCATGATTAAGGTTTTGTAGCACAGTAATAATCTCGTCATCACTATCGCATAAATATCCACAATTATCATCAACCAAATCTTTCATACCAAAACTATTTCGACCAATTATCACACATCCATATGATAAACCTTCCAAACAAGCAAAACTTCCTGTCTCATACTCTGATGGAATTAGCAATATGTGGCTATTTTTGTAAACAGTTGTTTTTGATTCGTCGTCTATGTGTCCATGCCAAACAACACTACTGTTTCCAATTAGTTCATTAAATTTTTTGGTGTAATCTGAATTATAATTATTCTTTGCACCGTAAATGTTAAATTTAATGTTTTTGCTGTTTCTGGAAAATGCACACAATTTTTCAAGGAACGGCAATGGAATCTTTTCTTCAGATACTCTGCCCATCATAAATACAATAATTTCATTTTGAGTTCTGATTGGGTTAAATGGTTGCAATTCAGTTCCCAATGTGCAAATATCATTATTTGGAATTTGCAACCAAGATGGGTGTTTATTTTTCTCGTCGTACAAATGGATACAATGTTTCATTTGATGAATGCTCAAATCCGAATTGTATTTGATTGCACCGTGAATTACATTGACAACCTTTGTTTGTATTTGTTTATAAAAAGGTTTGGAATCTGTGAAATAAATACCAACATGATCTAAAACAGCATCTGGGTCGATGTAGCGCAACCATTTATTACCTTCATCCATTGTATTATATTTACATAACTTCATCCTTGTGATTGGATATGGCATTTCAGTGTTCAAATATGGCATGTACAACAAATAATGGTCAATGTTATCAAAATTACCATAAAGATCAAAGTAATATATCAGACGTTCAATGCCTCCGGTGAAAAATTGTCCCACAAGATGAACCAACTTAAACTTACGTTTAACATTTAATGCGTAAACGAGAGTACTATGAGATTTGTGACAAAATTCATCAAATGTTCCATAATTCAAACTTGGCCATCTGAGTGTTGCATTTAACACTAATTTGGGAGCAAGATTTGCATATCCTTGTTTAATTTCTGCAACAACACCATCATTACCCCATGAATTACCCCACATATGAAATGCATAATTTTCTTCTTTGATCGTGTAACCCCTCTTAAAATAATGATCCTGGTAAGTAAACCCATAACAAAATTCTGGAGAAAAAGCATATATATCTACTTGAGTACCTGGATACTGATCCAGAAAACTTTGTTCATATTCTCTCCATAACCGAGTGAACATTACTGGACCGGTTATTGCACTGATGTTTGTATTTCCACTTTGTACAATGACATTTTCTGGAATATGCGTAATTACCTTCTCCAAAAATTTGTGTTCAGAGTGGAATCCCATCAAACCAATTGCAATAAAATCAGCTGACTCCCACGCACTAAAACCTTTGAGGTTAAGAATTTTTTTCTCAATATTCTTAAAACACCAAAAATCGCAATCAATGTAAATGCCTCCGAAAACGTAAAGTAGTTCATATCTTAAAATATCTGCTTTCATGGCTACTTTCGAAGCATTATCATATTCCTTTTGGTTGATGAGTGCAGGAATATTTGCATCCGTCCAAAAACAATATATATACTCAGGGTGCAGATCAAGCCATCCTTTTACATAATTTGGATATGAATTTGGTGTAAGATTATCGCTTAACCAAATAAAATGAAAGATTTTTGGAATAGTTTGCGTTTTCCTTAATTTTAGCAAATCTTTGTACATATGCATATTACGAGCATTTCGTGTACACCATGTTTGTATTAACTGATCTTTTGACATGGTGATATCAACAACATCGCTTGGAGAATATTTAGTCGCAATTGTTTCTTCGACTGTTGGTAAGCTTGGAAGTTTTTTAAGTTTAGGAACTTTTGGTGAGGTCATAATAGAATAAGAATTTTTATTCAAAGAATAATCTTGCACTGTTGTGATAATTAAACTTTTGATAAAGAAAGTATGGCGTTCTTGTGTTGGATTAGTTGCCAAACCGAAAATATGATTTTTTTTGTCGACAATGTTGAATGTAATAACAGTTTGGCCTTCCTGCAAAGGTTTTTGGTTAAAGTTTCCATTAAACCAATATACCTGATTGCCGCCTGTTTCGGTTAGATCCAGATCAATTTGTGCAACATAAACACCAACCGGAAAATCACTTTGTATTTTGCACATGGCAAACTTTGTCGAAAAATCATATTTAACTACTTGATTGGTCAATGTAATTTTTTGACCCGATGCAAGATTGCTAAGTGTACCATTGAGATCAAGAATCATTTGATTACGTTTAGTTAATCAAGATTACGAAGTAATTGATGATTACCAACCCAAATATCCAAAATTGGACGATTGATACTTTAGAATAAGGTAATATTTTCTGTGACCAAAAAATATTATATTAAACTTTCGCATTGGACTTTCTGGTTGCAGAAACCAATTTATTTGATAAGTGTAGACGTGTGGATAAGCGAAGCAATCCAAAGCAACGCGTGGATGGGCGCAGCAATCCAAAGCAATGTGTGAATAGGCAAAGCAACGCGTGGATAAGCTTATCAAATAGGCTTAATACTAAAAATGGAATTAGCAACAAATCTAATGATTGATGCAGAGCGTGATTGCGATCCAATCATTTGCAATGAATCTATTGATGGAATCACCAAGCCATTATTATTCATACGAAGACCAATATGTTTATGTTTGCTATTCTTTAGAATAAATGCTCTCAGATTTATTTGTCCACACATTAAGAGCGAATATTTGTTTGTGCACATTTTGTTATGCAACATTTGGACATTGACCTGTATTGGAAATCTTACACTAGTAATTGTATCCAAAGTTTCTTCATCATAAAGTTCTAATGTTGGCACATTTATTAGCTCATCAATAAATGTTTCGACTGAAGTTTCAAAATTGCCTGTAAACAAAACCTCACAATCACCCAATTCATCAATATTAATAAATGTGCCGGTCGTGATATCATAATGCTGAGATTTGACATCAAATGTCCAATTTCTGAGTTCAACGTTTTGCATGGGATTTACCATTGAACCTCCAGTCATAATAGGAATTTCCAATGTGGAAATTGGATTTTTCATAAAGATCAGTTTAGATGCCACTTTAGGAACATACTCATTTACTTTTGAAATCTCATTGTCGCCATTTTGCGATTGCTCGGTCCTTTCGGCGTCCATTGATTTCAAATGTTATTTGAAGTTATTAACTGCAAAGATTTTATATTTCCACAGTAAACGGAATTGTTGTGGGTGAGAATGAAGAATTATTTGATACAAATTTGATGTTTGATATTTGCAAAATATTAATATTTGGTCCGCATGATAAAATATGTTTCAATTTTGAACTCGTTTTAAAATTAATTTCACAATTAACTTCGTCTTTGAGATACGTCGGCTGTTTATTTTTGAAGTTCGCATAAGATATGCCACCTGATAAAATATGAATTATAATTTTATCACGATAAATAACAATTTTCATACTGTCTGGTTCAATTGTTGCATCATTTAATGCACCGCCGCTGATCGTGATTAAAGGAATTCGTTGTTGTTCAAATAATTCTGATTCAATGGCAAAAGTTAAACATATTCCTTGGTCTGTCGGAACAAGAATAAATCTATAGTGGATCGCAAAATAAGTTTGGTCTACGGATTGATTAATTTGCATAATTCTTTGGTAAAAAATTGCAAATCTAAAAGCTTATTATTAAAATATGTTATAATATTAATCCAGCTCAAGTTCACATGTCGCAAGATAAATTGGATTCTGTGGAATCTGGTGAAATCCATAACCTAGATGAAGAAGTGGAAGCAGGCAGAAAAATTAGCGATGCTAAAATTTTTGCATGGACATTCATATTTGTGCCAATTTTTTGTGTTGCGATGATCATGTTAATCCCTAATGCGATTATCAAGACTAATTGTCGTATTGATGGTATTTATAACATAACTCAAACAATATGTCCAACCGAATTACCAAGTTTAAGATTCCAAATAAAGCAAAATGGAAATTTTGATTGTGAAACGAAATTTGTAAAGATGATCTATGAAATCAGCAGCACCCATGATTTGTCCAGAAAATTTGGAGTTGACAAGCAAACATATGAAAATTTTCAAACAAGATCAACTGATGAGCAGGGCTTTACTCCTTGTTTCTACAACAAAAATACCGGCATGTTCCAAACCCACGTAAAAAAAATATTCGGTTTGACAAATTTCCAAATATTAACAACAATCAGTTGTGTTGTTGGAATTTTTTCTTTGTTTTATCTATTGAAAACCATGAATAAAATTTATGGCTATTATGAACTAGATCCAAACAACTTACAAATAAAATTAGATTACGCCGCAGCCATTCGTCGTAGTGTTTATGTAACTTTCATTTTGATTTTGTTATTTTTGATGGCGGCCATGGTAATTTTCTCCTAAAAAATTGCAATCATTAATTCATTGGAACTTTCGTATTAATAATAAGTATTCCTCTCAAACATGGAAGATAAGTACATTGTCCTTATTGTGGTGTGCAGCGTTGTTTTGTCAATAATAGCAGCTTGCTTTGTTGTTTTATGTTGCAATTGCCCAAAAGGATGTTCATCTGGTAATGGCGAGCTACACGAGGACACAATATCATCAGCAAATTATGCAATGTAAAAAATTGCATTCGTTAATTGAATATCAATTTACAATTGATGTTCAATTATTCAAAATGGCCGATATTCCAAAAATTTTGCCAAAACATTTTCACCACAAATTTACTTCCAATGATATTTCCATTGTAAAATGTTTGATTGATAGCAATATTGACCCAAATGTTTTTATGCTTGATATTTGTGAAAATTTTGAGTGTTTTATGTTATTGATCGATGCAGGTTATGATTTATCTGATACTCACATTACTGGTTTGGAAAAATTATTGTCAGATGGCATGAGTGATTGGGAATTTGAAGATAAAAAATCTTTTTTTAATTTCATCATGAACGATGAACAATTGAAAGAAAAATTAAATCTTGAACAAAATATTTTCTACCATATCGAAACAATCGCTGGTTCGCCGCAAAATGAAGAGAACCTATTTCAAATGGTTTTTGAAATATGGCCGTGGTTTGAAGTCAGTGTTGGAGACTTTTTCTCACACCTCAATAAGGCTACGATTTTAAAACCATATTTTTCATTTTCGTCAAAAGATATTGTTCGTGAATATATTGACGGACATCCAGATGTGTCAATTTTGGATGTCTGTGAATATTGCGATCCTGAAGATTATTTAATACCAGAGGTTTTTAAGATCCAATTTTCAGGTGGATATGTTAGCGCTGTAAAACATTTTGTGGAACAAGGATTTAATATCACCATTAAAGATTTTCCTGAAATAATAAGTGCGAAACATATTCCAATCTTTCGTTATATGAAATCAATTGGATTATGGAACGGAAATGAGTTCGAGTGGGAAAAATTTCAGTACAGATTAGGAATCCACAAATATCATCAAATTATTTTTTGCAAGTGGATGGAAAAAAATAATTGTCCTAAAGAATTTATTGAAAAACTCAAACAACCTACAAAACGTGAAAAGCCAGTTAATAATGTCAAAACATATAACGAAGCTGAAAGTGATAATTGATTATTAATTAATTATCAATTATTATTTTACCATGTACCGATACTACCATCTTGATCATAACCAGTAATCTGTCTGGTAAATGAATTAGGAGATACATTTGCATAGTATCCGGGGAATTTTACACCACCACCAGGAACAGGAATTGGTTGACCGGATGTAATTGATAGTGGAAGTGATGTTGCACTCGTTTCGCATGACATGTAAACTGAATCTGAAAGATAATCAAAATGTGGCAACGTATGAGTTGTATCATTGGCAATAAATTCCTTGTATGTTCCGGTGGTGGATGTAAATCGTGGAGACAATATCATGTGGCCATTTGTATCATTATCTGAATAAACACTCAACGTTTTTGTGTCAGACGTAGATGTTCTGGGAGTTTCATATCTGCTGACTTCTGTGGAAGTTATTATCATTGTTCCCTGAGGATAATTTGACATGCAAATACTTGAACCCATGAAATAAGCTGATCTGTCATATGAAGCATTATCGTCGGACAATTTTCTGCTCACCAAATAAACAACTGATAACACTTGATCAGGAGGCGGAATTGACATTATTGTGTCGATAAAAATGTTATAATTGGGCACAGTAGTTGTCACTGGTGCACCATTATTTTCATAAGTGATGGGAAAAGAACCAAAATAGGCATTTATGCCACCTACATAGGTAAAATTAATGCGCCACGAAACAGATGTTAATGAAGCAACTCTTGTTGGAAGCAGCGATGTATAATCCAAAACAAGAGATCGCTGCAATGCAGGAACAGAACCAGTTTTGTTGGTAATAAGTTCAATGCGAGGGTATCCATAATTGCCAAATGAAATAAATTTGACCAAATCATTGATAAAATAGGAAGATGAGTTAACTTTGTACTGAGTTGAATTTACAGTTGAAGTGCCATTGGAAACACTAATTGTAAGGTTAAAATAATTGGCATTGTCTTTCCAATAATTAACATTGATGGTCCACATTTTAGGACAGGTGAATAATTATTTGTTTTTGACAATGTTTCTTAGCAGTTCGATGCGCAATTTTTATTTTTGCGCGAAAATAAAAATTGCAATTCTTAAATCTAACATAGAATTAATTTAATTAAATTAATCATTCACATGACTTCAAAAGTAGCCAGAGCCGCGCCAAGCCAAAATGAAGCATTTCGTACGATTCTTGTTCAGTGTATCTTAAAATCTGATATGTTAGATGCGTGCTCTATTTTAATGCTGGCTGGAACCACGCCATGGGTTGCGGAACAAATACATTTTAATAGACAATATTTAACATTACGAGATAGTCCTTGCAAATGCGGCAAACATAAGTGTTCGGGTAAGAAACATACTTTATGTCCACACAAAAAACCTTGTTGCTGTACAGCAGAATCTGATTTGACACCATATCATGCAGCTTATTCATCAATTAAACGTTTCAATACGATGGCAAAGTTTTTTGGTCTAAATTTACCCTTTACATTTGATTCCAAGTTGCAATTCTTAACCAGGCGGCCAGATTCTTTCATAGTAAATATTTCTAGACAACAAGCTAATGTTGAATTACCAGATGGTGTTGAGACACTGCATATTGTGTCAGATGCCGCTGTTACTTTGAAAACGAAAATTAAATTTACAATTCCTGAATCAGTTTCGCATTTGAACATGTTATCAGATATGATGCATATGGCCGAATTGTCCCAGATGAAATCTCTTACATCAATCACAATGAACTTTCCCAACATTTTTGCTGATCCATTTTTTGAATTTTTACCATTGTTAACAAATTTGATAACTTTGAATTTGCCTTATGTTGTCCGTTTTCCACTAAATATTCTGCCTGAAAATTTGGAAATATTTAATCTAAGTTCGAATGCCCAGTGTTCAGAGTTTACTGTGGGTTTTAATGCCAGTTCCAAACTTAAACATTTTAAAGTTGGATCATTTACAACTACAGGTAATCTTCCTTTGGTTATGCCTCATAATTTGGAAACTTTAGTACAAAATGTGGATTCAGAGCTGATGTCACCTGCAATTGTTTACAATGCAAATTTAAAATGCTTGGGTCACATAATACCACAACATTATTATACATCTGTTGGCAAAAGATCATTCCAATTTGCAGGTTTGGATCGGTTAACAAATTTGCAAGTTTATTTGCAATTACCAACATTAGAACTTGTGCACAGTTCAAATAATATTTTTACTCAAAATAGATTTATATCACTGGCAACAAAAACAACAATCTTAAATTTTGCAGCATGGTTTGTGTTGCGTAATGGCCAATATTGTCCTTCAACGGATTTCCTAAGAACATTGGAAACCACAACATCGCACAGTTACAGTCATTTTGTTCACAATAAGCTTGGTAGTGATTTACCGCCAAACGTAAATTTTTTGAGTGCCTATTCAAAAATTTTTATGAGTGATCTTGCAAACCTTCGGAGCTTGCATACATCATATGATCAAATTGTTAGTCTGTTAAATAAAAATATCAGCATACCGAGTTTGAGGACCCTGAGCTTGGTTGTTAGATCAGATAGATATGATAATGGACCATATCTTAAAAATGTTGAAATTTTCAAGCAATTTGAACAACTGGAAAAAAGCTTATCATCAATAGAAACTTTAATGCCAAATCTGAAAACTTTTGAACTTGTGTTTAATTATCATCCACTAAAACATTACATATCTGCCGCTTGTCCAAAGATTCCATTACCATTAGCTATACCAAATATTGTTCTCAAGTCAAACGTAATAACAAGATCATCAAATAATCAAGTTATGGGTGTTGCATATGGTCCAAAATCAATTTATGCCAAGCATAAAGGACAAGTGGGAGATACCATTAAGGATGCCAGACCCAATTACGAAGGCATTGGTGAAATTGCACAATTTGATACTTACAAACAAGTTTTCGCTTTTCTGAACCAAGTCAAATACACTCTAGAACCAAATCAGCGCATATCAATCTATCACAAACATTGTGATTCCGAAATCACCGATATTGAATATGATTGGCATTTGACTGAATCCATCGTCAGAGTTGAAGAAGGTGAAGATGCGTTCAATGATGTTATTTATTATGTGCCATGTTGTTTTGAGTCATATTTCAAATACCGAACTGATCAGTATGACGGTCGAATGTCGATGAGACCCTCGGAGAGAATTGTTTCAACAATTCACGATGACGGTCGAACGGATGTGAGACCCTCGGAGAAAATTGGTACAATTTCCGACGACATGGTGAAAGCATCAACTTATTACAAGCTCTAAAAAAGTTGCGACTGTGAAAACCTAAAGCATATCGTTAATGTATTAACAGTATGCTTTTCGAAATGTCAGTTTTACCGGATAAATATTGTGAAAAACTTGATGCCGATGATATCGAAATCATTACACAATTTATAGACAAGGGCATCGATATCAATATATTTGATATTACAAAATGCAAGACATTTGAATGTTTTGAATTGCTAATTGCGTGTGGATACAAAATTCGAGGTATTGATAAGATTGTCAAAACAATTGAATATTGGGAACTAGAAAAAAAGATAGATGTGATTAAGTGCATTATGGCCGACGACAAAACAAGATCTCGATTGGATTTGGATAATAATATTTTTAATATGATTCTTTCCATAAAAAATTATTCAGATTCAAATGCAAAGGCAATGTGCGAAATGATAGTTACATATTTCCCCGAAATAAAGGTAAATGCTGTAACCTTACTTAAATTTTGGTATTGCGGTGAAATATTAGAACCATTATTTGATTTTACATCCGAAGAACTCATTATTGCATGGTTATCAGATTATATTGTACGTCCTATTGAATTTATTGCCAAATATTGTGATCCAGCTCATTATCTAACCGTAGAAGTATTTAGGAGAGTCTTCATTAGCGAGGACAAAATATCAATGAAATATTTGTTGGATGCAGGCTATAATTTGACTTCTGATAGTTTTCCTGATCGCGTATGCATCAAATCATTCAAATATTTGAAAAAATTAAATTTATGGAATGGTGAAACATTTGATTGGGAAAAACATCAATACAAAAGTTATTACATCGGATTATCAGGTTCTCAATGGTTAAGAGAAAATCATTGTCCGGAACATATTATTGAAAAAATTGCAAATTGAAAACTTTAGTACCAATAATTGATAAAATATCAATTATTTGTGCTATCCAATGTCTGTTTTGGCACCCAAATATCGCGGAAAACTCGACGCTGATGATATTAATGTTATTAAAGAGTTTATTAATGGAGGTATTGACGTAAATGTGTTCAATATTTTAACATGCAAAACGTTTGAATGTTTTGAATTACTAATTACATACGGATACCAAATAAATGTAATTAGTCAAATTGCAACCATAACATACGGTTGGGAGTGTGATAAATTGATAAATGTGGTAATGTGTGTAATGTCTGATGAAAAAACGAGATCGCGATTAAATTTGGACCACGAAATTTTTCATTTGATAGATTGCATTGCAAAAACGCGTACCGATGAAAAAGCGTTGTGCGAAATGGCTGCCATGAATTTTCCCGAGATTAAAATTAGTGCTGCGTGTTTGATTAAATTTTGGCGTTATATTGACATATTGGAACCATTTTTTAATTTCACATCTCAAGAGCTTATCACTGAATATCTGAAACAATCCAACGCAGATATGATTGTCTACATCGCAAAATATTGTGATCCGGTTGATTATTTAACTACAAGAGTATTTCAGAAAGTTTTTGATAACGGCACTCAAAATTCAATTTCATTTTTAATGGATATGGGATATATTATGACGTCTGATAGTTTGCCTAAATATTTTCATTCCTTGGATACAACATCATATGATTATTTAAAAGCATTGGGTTTGTGGAATGGCCAAACTTTTGATTGGGAAACATTTACACATTACATAGTCACTAGGCAAGAAACTTATGATTGGTTACGACAAAATCATTGTCCGGAGTATATTATTGAAAAAATTGCATGCACAAAAAATTAGCGCACATAATTAATAAATTATTGATTATGTGCATATCAAATGTTCACTTTAGCACAAAAATATCATGGCAAACTTGATGCTGATGACATTGAAGTTATCCAAGAATTTATTTACAGAGGCATTGATGTAAATATATTTGATATTTCCACATGTAAAACATTTGAATGTTTTGAATTATTGGTGGCATCTGGATATGAAATAATTAAATTTGGTCAAATTATAAATACGGTCTCGGGCTGGAAACTTGATAAATTAATAAGTGTAGTAATGTATTTAATGACCAATGAAAAAATAAGGCTAAACTTAAATTTGGACAATCATATTTTTTATTTAATAGACAGAATATCAGAAAGTTTTGAGGATGAAGAAGGATTATGCAAAATGGTTGCTGTTAATTTTCCCGACGCGAAAGTTGATGCTAAAACTTTAGTTAGACTTTGGCGTCATGCTGAAATATTAGAACCATTTTTTAATTTCACATCTCAAGAATTAGTTGATGCATATTTGTCCCAATATAGCGCAAGCATTATCCAAAATTTGTCTAAATATTGTGATCGAGACGATTATTTAATAGTGGCAGTTTTTCAGAAAATTTTCAGTGTTGGTGATCAAGAGACCATGAATTTTTTGATAGAAATGGGGTACAACATAACACCTGATAGTTTCATTACTTATTTCCACCAATCAGATATCAGATCATATGATCATTTGAAAACATTGGGTTTGTGGGATGGACAAACTTTTGATTGGGAAAAAATCACAAGATTTGAAATTATACAACCAGAAAAAGCTTTTAAATGGTTACAAGAAAATCATTGTCCGAAACATGTTATTGAAAAAATTGCGAATTAAAAGATTTTACTAATTATTGATAAACTATCAATATCTAGAAAGGTCTTGCATAGTTAAAATGTCCATTTTATCATCAAATAATTACAATAAACTGGAAGCAGATGACATTAATTTTGTGAGAGAATTTATTAATATGGGTATTGATGCAAATATTTTTAATTTGACTACATGCAAAACATTTGAATGCTTTGAACTGCTTATAGTGGCCGGTTGCAAAGTTACCGGAATGTACGATATGTCAAATGTAATGAAGACCTGGAAATTGGAAGAAGTAATATGTGCCGTTGGATATCTAATGGACAATGATGCAATAAAATCAAACTTTAATTTGGATCGCGAAATTTTCTATTTTGCTGGACTTATGACAAATACTAGACAGGAAAACACCGAACTTTGTAAAATGATTGTTTCAAATTACCCTTGGTTGAAAATTAGTGCAACAACCTGCGTTAGGTATTATTGGTGTGCCGAAGTGTTCGAACCAATTTTTGATTTCAATTCCAAAGAGTTGGTTGAAGAATTTTTGAAGGTAAATGGTTTTCCACCAGTTTCACTTCTTATCAAATATTGTGAACCGTGTGATTTTTTTACTGCAGCAGTATTTCAAAAAGTCTTTCGCCGTGGTGATATTGATTCTATGAATAGTTTGTTGGAACTTGGGTACACCGTTGTGCCAGAAAGCTTTCCTGAAACTTTATGGCATGTGCATATCGTATCATTTGAACATCTAAAATCAATAGGTTTATGGGATGGACAAACTTTTAATTGGGAAAATCATGAATGTCACACAAACAAAGCTTCTGAAACTAAATTCAGGAAATGGTTACAAGAAAATCATTGTCCAGAACATATTATTGAAAAAATTGCAACTATAAAAAATTAGAACACAATTAACAAATAATCACTAAACTATTGTTTATCTGTTAATCAATGTCTACATTGGCATCCAATCATCGCAATAAACTTGATGCCAATGATATCAATTTTATAAGAGAGTTTATCGATAAGGATATTAATGTGAATATTTTTAAACTTTCAACATGTAAAACATTTGAATGTTTTGAGCTGCTTATGAGTGCTGGTTATGAAACAAAAAATATATACGACATAACAATAGCTGTTGAATCTTGGACTTTGGAAGAAATAATATGTGTAGTTAAATATCTAATGGATGATGATGCACTAAGATCCAAATTTAAATTGGATACTGAAATTTTTTATTTTGCTAGCACAATAACAAGTGGTACAGATGACCAAATTAAATTGTTTGAAATGATTGCCATAAATTATCCTTGGTTGAAGTTTAGTGTCCAAAATTGTATTCGATATCATTGGGCTGCAGAGGTATTAGAACCATTGTTTGATTTTAACTCTGAACAATTAGTGGTAGAATATCTAACAAGTTACAATTATATACCAATCACTTTGCTTGTTAGATTTTGCAATCCATCAGATTATTTAACAAAAGATGTATTTCAAAAAATATTTAGAACGCTTGATATCAAATCGGCAAACTATTTATTAGTACTCGGCTACGAAATAACTCCAGAAAGTTTTCCAAAAACCTTCTGGAGTGGACACACAGAAGTATACGATAGCCTAAAAGAATTAAATCAGTGGAATGGAGAAACATTTGATTGGGAAAATCATGATTACAAATCTGCAACGGGCATGGGGAAAAAATTCGCAGAATGGCTACAAAAAAATCATTGCCCGGAACACATTATTAAAAAAATTGCGCTGTTTTAAATTGTTATGCATATTTGATAAATTATCAAATATTCATTGTCGCTTGTAATTCGCAAAATTCCTTCTGATATCCGATGTCACTCCAAAATCTGCCGATAAATTTTCAGGGAAAATTACCATGTGATAACATAGATCTTGTACACCAATTTATTGACGCTGGTGTGAGTTCACAAATCTTTGAGATTTCATCGTGCAAAACGTTTGATTGTTTTGTACTGCTAATCGAATCTGGATGTGCTATAACCAAACAATCTTTTGTATTAATGCTTTACAATGTGCATGATTGGTCTATTGATCTTAAAAAGTCATTCGTTGAATATGTAATGAATAATGTTAATTTGTGTGAAAAATTGGACCTGACAAAAACTATTTTGCTAATGATACCGAGATTTGCATCCAGTGGAGAAAATTTACGTTTGTTAGTTGAAATGGTATTGACTACATATCCGTGGGTTGAAGTCAACATACAAACCTTAATCCATTATCATGCTTATGAATTTGTTGGTCAATTTGTGCCACATTTTACATTTAGTTCAAAAGAATTGGTTGAACAATGTATTGATAGCAAAACAAATGTAAGCACTATGATATCGATTTTTAAGTATTGCGATCCTGAAGATTATTTGACTCGAGATATTTTTCGTAAAATTTTTAGATTGGGAACACTTAACGATCTAAAGTGTTTTATTGAACAAGGTTATTCAACAGATGATTTTTTATCAACAGCTAAACCTGGATGGCAAACCATTCAGGGTTATGGTAATGTATTTTGTTATGATGATCTGCCAATAAGAATTGAAATCTGTTCTGACATTACCCATAAACTTGATTATTTACGAGAAATCGGTTTGTGGGACAATTTAACATTTGATTGGACAAAACACAATTATATGTATTACGTTTCACATGACAATAGATCGTGGTTTACCAAAAATTGTTCAGAAGATACACGCAAAATCTTAAATATAACTCTTTGCTAATTTCTATTACAAAATAAAAATTGCATATCTTTACTATTGTAAATTAGGCAGCAATCTATGTTATTTATTCAAAATGTCTGCATCTACCTTACCTAGTAGTTGCAGATACAAACTTCCGTCAGACAACTATGATCTTGTAAAAGATTTTATTGACAGGGGCGTTGATCCACATATTTTTGACATTGGATCTTGTAAAAATTTTGATTGTTTTGTTTTATTAGTTGACTTAGGAAATGTGCCAGATAAATATTCAATCAGAAAATTTTTTGATAACATTTACGGTTGGAATTTGGAAACAAAATCATCAGTTGTTACATTCCTAATGGACAATCAAGAACTCAGTGAAAAATTGGACCTCAATCACACGATTTTTTACCATATTATAAGCTGCGCTTGGTCAAATGATCTAAGAAATTTATTTGAAACGGTTGTCATAAATTATCCACACGCAAAGGCTGATGCATTTATTGCTTTCCGTTTTAGGGAATTTATTGATATTTTGGAACCAGCTTTTGAATTCAGTTCAAAAGATTTAATTCAAACGTATTTGAGTTATGTGGCCAGTAATAGATATGATGCAAAAGCAATTTTTGAATTCAGTAACTATTGTGATCCTGAAGATTACCTATCAAAAGAAGTTTTCCAACAAATCTTCAATGCCATACAAAAATCAGATCTTGAAAAGTTTATAAGCGATGGTTTTGTTCCGAAACTTGGAGATTACCCAAAAAATATTGAGTTTAATCACGCACATTTGTTTGATTATTTGAAATCTGTAAATTTATGGGATCCTGAAACATTTGATTGGGATAAACATACATATCGTTGTGAATTTTCTTGTTGGGAATTCTCTCTCAAAAAATGGTTAATAGAAAACGGATGTCCCGAACATATAACCAACCAAATAGACAAATAAATTTATTTCTACAAAAATTGCAAAAATAAATCTATCAAAACATAATCTGTTAATAAAATTTTTAGAGAACTCTGAGAAATGTCTATCCCTAATGTTTTACCATCGGATCATATTGGCAAATTGCCTGCAACCAATATTGAGGTTATCAAATTTTTTGTTGGTAATGGTATTGATCCAAATATTTTTAATATTTCATCTGCTGTTTCATTTGAATGCTTTCTTACGTTAGCCGATGCCGGTTACAAATTAGAAAAGCAGACAATTCACAATATATTTTTAAATGGCAATTCTCAATTGTGGAAAGGCGAATCAAAGATAGAATTTGTTGAATATTTGTTAAATAATGCTGACCTTTGTAAAAAGTTTGAAATTTACAAGCATATTTTATCTTGGGTTTACTTTTGGGTGATTTCCACTGATGATGAAACAATTACAATTCTCCTTAAAACAATTGTTGAAAATTACCCTTTAGTGAAAGCTGGTGCAGTGACAGCTGTTGCATTTTACAAATACAGTGATATTTTAGAACCAGCATATTCTTTTAGTTCTCAAGAATTTGCACATATATATGTCAATCATGCACAATTTCAAGGACAAGATGATTGGATGATCGAAAATATGAGCAGATTTTGCAATCCTGAAGATTATTTAACGCGCGCAATTTTCATTAAAGTGTTTCAATCTGACAACGTACGTTGTTTAGAAAAATTTATTAATTACGGTTTTGTTCCCAGATTGGAAGATTATCCTAAAAATATTAGGCCTATGCATGTTGCATCATTCAACTATTTGAAATCAATTAACCTGTGGGACGGAGAAATGTTTGACTGGGATAAAAGGACGTACCATGCGAAATATCATAAAATTACTTTGCGCAAGTGGATGATTGAGAATGGATGTCCCGGAGATATTATTAAAACACTTTAGTATTTATTTCCACAAAAATTGCAGAAATAAATATCACCAAATGATTCCAAGATATAAATAATATTGCAAAAACTAATGTCTCAGAGTAACTCGATCCCAAATATTTTGCCCAAGGATTATGTTTATGTGCTTTCCGCAGCAAATATTGAAGTTGTTCTACATTTACAGAACGCCAATATATTGCATGGTTGGAAGAAAATGAATGTTCGCGAGACATAATTAATCGACTATTGGAGTAATTTTTAATTTATCTTTGTAAAAAATTGCAAAGATAAATATCATATGACCTAAATCAATTTCTTTCATAATATTGCAACTATGGCCATTCCAAGTATCCTACCATCAAATTGCTTTGGCAAACTCCCCGCGGACAATGTTGAAGTTATTAGATCTTTTATTGACAGAGGTATTGATCCACATGTTTTTGATATTTTATACAGCGCATCTTTTGAATGTTTTTTACTATTAGCGGATGCAGGTTATATTATGAAGAGCGATACGATACGTAATATATTCCACAATGGGTACAGTTGGAGTTTTGATTCAAAGCTAGAATTTATCGACTACTTGATGAACAACCAAGAACTCAACCAAAAAACAAATTTAAATGAGAATATTTTGTATTGGATTACAGATTTCGTGCGCGATAGTGAAATGGATAAAATTTTAAAAATTATCATGGAGAATTATTCATCGATAAAAATTAGTGCTACGATTGCTATCAAATTGTATAAATATTCTGATATTCTGGAGCCGGCTTTTTCATTTAGTTCAAAAGAATTTGTAAAGGTATATGTATTATTTGAAAAAAGTTTGATGGTAGATATATGGATGGTAACAAAAATGGAACAATATTGTGATCCAGCGGATTATTTAATAACAGAAGTTTTTCAAAATTCTTTCCATTTGAATAGAGAGTTGTGTTTCAAAAAATTTATTGATTATGGCTATGTTCCAAAATTGGAAGATTATCCTAAAAGAATAAAATACGAACACATAAAATTATTTGACCATTTAAAATCTATGAATCTGTGGGATGGAGAAACTTTTAATTGGTATCAACATGTATACGATACGCAAGCACTATCATTATCCACATATAGCTCTCGCAAACATGAGTTTGCAAAATGGATGGAAGATAATGGGTGTCCAAAAATTATTACTCACAACAGCGAAAACTTTGTAAATTGGTAAATCAAAAAAATTGCAAAAAAATTAAATTGGCAACAAATGTTTGTAAATTTATATTCACCAAAATGTTCCAACCGGATATTTTACCAGAACAATATCACAAAAGACTTCCAGCTGACAATATTGAAGTTATTAAATATTTCATTGATTGTCACCTTGACGTAAACATTTTTGACATAACAATGTGCGCAAATTTTGAATGTTTTATGTTATTGATGAATTCCGGTTATGCAATCACAAACAAAATATCTCACCTTTTATTATTTTCCAGTTGTAAGGATTGGGATTTGGAATCAAAAAAAATGTTTATGGCATATTTCATGGACAATGAAGAACTAAGTGAAAAAATAAACATGGATTCAAATGTTTTAATATTTGCAAGTTACATGTGTCCAAATCATGAACTAAAAACAATGTTTTCATTTGTTGTGCAAAATTATCCCATAAAAGTGAGTGCTGCTAATTTATTTCAATTCGCCAGTTATGCTGATATTTTAGAACCAGCATTTTCTTTCAGTTCAAAAGAGTTGGTTGATGAATTTTCGAAACACGAATTTGCATCGATTGAAAAATTTTTTAAATATTGTAGCCCGGAAGATTATCTTACGTTACAAATTTTTCAACGATTTTTTTGCGGTGGAAATGTTTCAGGACTTGCTCATTTTGTTGAACAAGGATATGTACCAGATCAAAATGCATATCCTGAACACCTGAATCTTCTTTGTTTGCATTCGTTTAATTATTTGAAATCTGTGAATCTGTGGGATGGAGAAACATTTGATTGGGATGCACATACATTTCCATCTTCGTGGAAATATTGTTATGCATGGTTAAAAAATAATGGATGTCCTGAATCTGTTCTTTCAAATGAAAAACAATTTGTAAATTAGCGATTAGTTTTAAAAATTGCACCCGAAATCAAATTGACAAATAATATTTAGCAATTTGTATTGACAGTCGTAAGACTATCGGTTTCCTAAACAAGACAGTCGTAAGACTATCGGTTTTTTAAAACAAGACAGTCGTAAGACTATCGGTTTTTTAAAACAAGACAGTCGTAAGACTATCGGTTTATTTGAACTGACAGATGTTTGAACCTAATCATTTGCCATCGGATTTTCATGGAAAACTTCCAGCACACAATATTGAGATAGTGCAACATTTTATTCTAGAATGTCATTTGGATCCAAATATTTTCGACATTTCCACATGTAAAAATTTAGAATGTTTGATGTTATTGATAAATTCAGGTTACGAAATTTCTGGAGAAACAATTCGTCGTGCTCTATTTGACACATGCGCAAACTGGGATTTGGAATCAAAAAAATCATTTATTACGTACGCTATGAACAGTCAAATTACCGAAAATATGTCAACTTTAAATATTTTTGATCATGTTTCTCGGATGTGCAATAATGATGATGACGCAAATCAAATATTTGCATTTATTGTCGCAAATTACTCACACCACATAATAGTCGACGCCAGAGCATTGATTAAATTTTCAGACCAAAGTGATATTCTTGAACCAGTATTTTCATTTAGTTCAAAAGAATTGGTCGATGGATGTTTAGAATTAGGGCGCATCGATCTAATCGATAAAATCATAAAATATTGTGACCCTGAAGATTACTTGACACCTAAATTTTTCAAAGCAACATTTAATCGTGGTAAAATTTCATCGTTGAAAGCGTTAATCGAACAAGGATATGTTCCTTGTAAAGATGATTATCCTAAACACATTCAATTATTATGTTTGTTTTCTTTAGATTATTTGAAATCTGTGAATCTATGGGATGGAAAAACATTTGATTGGGATCAACATACATTCCCGTGGCTTTGGCAAAAAGACTGCGAGAATCATTACAGGAAATGGATTATAGCTAACGGATGCCCAATAACATTATTCAAATCCAATGCTAATTTCAAATAATGATTGATTCTCCAATGAATCATTATTTTTACAAATCGATAACTCTATTTGGTCCATCAACAACTTGCTGTGTCACAATAGAATCATCTTCAATGATAGTTGCCGTAACAGATCCATTGGTTACAATTGGTGGCACAATAACTCTGAATTTATCGCTTAGATATTCAATCTGCCACATATTTGTAACAGGTGGTACAGCAGAACTAGAAGTATTGGTCAATACATAAGTCATGCCATTGAAATTAACATAAGTAATTGTATCAAATGTTGTCGCAGGAATAAATGTGTATGCAATTTCATCAAGAATTGGGTAAGATGTAATTGATTTAGTTTGTTGGCCATTACCATAATAAATAGTATTGTCTAACACATGCTGCTGAATTTCTTCCCAAACAAGTTGATTTCCAAGTGTTTTTACAGTTGCAATCGTAGCTGCATCGTTATTTCTATCAAGATTAGCATCCAAAAGTAGGTTTCCTGTTACGCTGAAGTAACTCTGCATTAGAGTTGGAATATCAGCAAGTGGCACTGTGGGATTAACAACATAATCCAAAAATTGAAGCGCACCAATAATACCAGTCTCTGTGTAAGTCGCATAGATCCCACCAGAAATTGCAAAGAAATCTGTTTGGAAATCTTTGCGACGTGGATTACGGTTTAGTCCGGCTCCTGTATAACAAGTTGCCAAAATTTTTCTATGAGTGTCTCCAAACGCCAAAATTTCATTTGTGTAAGCAGCCTCTGCTACGATTGATGTGCAACCAGATCTCTGATTTAGAATTGCGGTTCGCTGTGAGGTTGACAACACAATGAGAATATCTGGTGAATTTGGAACCAATGCATAGGCTTGTTGTGCAACTGATGTAACATTCGCCGGAGTGTAAAATTTAATGAAATCTATTTGCAACACTTTTTGTAATTCAGATGATAAACTATGACCATAAATACTATCTATGGCAAGAATACCAACGGTTCCCACTAAACCCAAAGCCTTGATATAATTTGCAATTACTATTGATGAAGTCGTATCATTAGATTGGAGTCTGATCAAATTGTTTGGTCTGAAATTTAAGACTGCAGTAGATGCTCCAGTGATAAACCAAGCATCTGCATCGGCAAAATTTGCAATCCATGCGGCGACTTCAGTGCTAGTGTAACCACCAACAAAATATTTTACACCTAAGTTTAGATAACGCTGTACGATTTGCACAAATACTGTGGTATCGCTCTGATCATCTTCAACGATAACATTCCAATTGACAACATTGGAATAAGTTACACTGGGATAAACCAGAGCAGCAGCAGGCGCATCTACACCAGTGATGGGTGCAATGACGACAATAGTCGGCAGCTTATTAGGTCTGCATTCAGGATTAAGTATTTGTTGTGCTTTGAAATTGCAGCAGTTACTCATGTTTGGATGTTATCTTAAGAATCGAAATTGTTTAACAATTGATGATTAATTACTATGTTTATACGCGAATAAAATTTGCGTGACTGTTGGAGAAAAAATTGTTGAACGAAATAATTCGTGTAATAAACAGAATTTACTCTTAAATATTTAGAAACAAAGTTCATGAAATGGCGTCGAACCAAAATTTGTTTACAAATTTTGCAGCCATAACTAAATATTTAACTAAAAATGGATTCACCGGTGATGACGTTAATCAAATCTTTGTCAAAGCTGCATCAGATGAAAGATTAGATGTTTTAGAATATTTATTGTATACCAATAATGTCTCACGATGGACTTTTCGACAAGCAATTGAAGCAGCAATAAAATCAGATAACGATTTTGTCATTCACTACTTATGGAATACATTATCCAGTTCCCTTGACAAAATTAATCTTTTAACCAAAATGATAAAGGTATCCAGAATCGATCTTGTTATTGATATCATTGAATATGAAAATATCAGAAACTTATCGCAAGAATTACTTAACAGTGCAGCACGAAACAATCAGATTAGTTTTATTAAATTCTTGATGAAAAAATACACTTATAATGACAAAAATTTACGGTTAGCGGTCAAGTCGGCAATTAGCGGTAAGCATATTCATGTTGTTAAATTTTTGGTAAAATGTGGTGCTCCTATGATTACACATACAGGATATGTTGATGAATGTGCACTGCGCGGCAACTTGGAAATTATGGTTTACCTTATTGAGGATTGCAAATTACATCCCAGATACAAAATAGAAGCTCTTGACGTAATGATCATAAATGGTGACGCGAATCTGTTTGAATATGTTGTTGAAAATGGGATAGTTGCCATAACTGATGACAAAAATGAATTACTTCGTACAGCTGCATCGACCAATTCTGTTCAAATTATGCGATACTTACAACAAAAAGGACAAACTTTTTCTAAAAATGCTTTTCATTCGTTATCAGACGCTGTTAGATCTGGACATATCGATGTATTCCGATATATTATGCAACTGCAACCTGAAAAACGTGTGATCAATAATGCTGCCAATTGCATCAATGGTGCAACTGGTAGAATTGAGATAATGGAAGTTTTACAACCATTCCGCAACAAATCTGCATCATGTGATGGATGGTTACTAACCAACGCAATAATTGCAAGAAATGATGAGTTTGCAAAATACCTAATTGAAAATTACGACTTTGTGTTAGAAAAAGATATGGTTGAACTTTGTGTCAAACATCTTACAGAAAATGAACAATTTGAATTGTTGATTAAATTCAACCAAAAATATCGATCGTAAGATGTTTTTTCTGTAAGTGTTTTAAAAATTGTTAATGTAATTATTCCGACAAAAATTGACCAAATATTTTGGATTAAAATATTATTAACTCAAAATATTTAGATAATCTGGAAATGGCATCAGATTCGACTTCTGTAGAAAAATTTCTAAAAAAATGTGGAGAAGATGTTGTTGCAATCGGTCATTTGACACAAATTGTTAATCAACTTTCTGCAAAATTGGAATATTATCTTGGTATCAAATATTTAATAATTGATCATTTTGAAATTATTTCACCGCGCTACCATCCGTATACATTTATGATTGCAGCATACCACGGTAAATTAGATGTTATTGAGTATGGAATACATAATTTTGGTGAAATACTCAAGCATGAATTTGATGATGACATTGATGACGTACGTGATCTTTTCACTTACATAGCAATTATAAGTGGTAACATAGATGTTCTAATTTATCTAGACAGCATTGGTTTTCTTTCACCACAAACCGACGAAATTTATGCATTGGTCTTTGCCACAAATAATGCCGATGTGGTTGATTATTTTGTAAATCAGATAACCGATGCAACAGTTAACATGATTAATTCATGCATTTTGACGGGAAATGTTGAAGTTTTATTAAGATTATTAGACAAGGGCGGAAAATTAAAACCATCCGAGCACACATTAACATTGGCAATCCAAAGTGCAAATTTACAGATGGTAAAATTAATTTTTGAAGTTGGATTAGCCGAAGATAAGCATGTCAAACCTTATATGATAGTAACCTGTGCCAGAATATGTGGCATTTCGATCGCAAAATACCTTATCGAAGAACGCAATTTAGATTTTACAAAAAGATCTGCTGATGCTATTATGTTCGCGATTGAATATGGCCATTTGGAATACTTACGATTTTTATCGAGTTTAGGAATTGATGTGGTCATTCCGAAGAATCAAAAGCCACTGGAACTAGCTGTAAAAATGGCCAACATACCCATATGTAATTATCTTATTTCAAAAGGTGCCTCAATGAAATACAGTGCAAAACATATTTTGTGGAGAGCAAGTCGTATATCAGTTGAAATGGTTGAGTATGTTCTAGCGTTGGGACCAACATACGAACAGGTATACGAAACAATGAGATGGAATACATCAGATAGATGTATTCCAGAAATTATCATTTTAATCTCGGCATATTGTGTGGACTTAGTTTTGACTTCAGGGAACAAAAAAAAATTAAATAATTTAATTATTTTGTTCGCAAAATTCAAATTATCAAAGCCAACGAAAGCTGCTATCAATGCATGTACAGATTTGCAAACATTGGCTTCGGCTATTCTAAAGGCTATCATGCATAACAATGCAGACGTAGCTGAATTTATTTTTGCATCAAAAGGTCCCGATGTGCTAATTCATCAACAAGAAATCATAACCGCCGCTTTAACTGGCGAAAATTTGCAAATGGTTCGACTTGTTTTTGAAACGTTTGGATGCAATTTGGAATTGGATGATTGTATGGACTCATTCAATATGATAATAGATGGAAATGTCGACATTTCGGTGTATTTGTTGGAAAAGATAGAGGAATTGTCGGTTGATCTAGCTCGTGAAATTTGCGCTCACGTCATTGCAAACAGACCAGCTTTGGGAATAGGTTGTAATCCTAATCGCGTAAATTTGATTAAGATTCTCAAAGCGAAATTAAAAGATTAATTATTAATATTTGATTTTTATTAAACATTAATAACAGCTTGACTAACTTGATCTTGTTGATCTGGCTCTATGTCATAACCGGATTCTTCGAATTTAGGATATTTTTTGTCCAAAATCGCAAAAATATCAGGTTCCAAAGTCACAAGATTAAATCCTGTATGCAAATGTATTTTTCCAACAAGTTTTGTTGCTTTTTTTGTTTTTAGAACCAAATCTAAAAATTGTACATTGGCTATGGTGTTTGTGATTCTGTCAAATAATTTATTCACAACCATGTCTTGATAGGCCTCCGTTTCTGGTATACAATGGATATCTTCTATGATTTCGTACAGAGTTACAATGTGGTCGGCATAAGTTTTGTAATAAGGCGCAAAGAATTGTAGTTGTGAATTGGGATTTGCTTTACCAAGATCCTCTAAACAATTTCCAATATCAAAATTTGACAGAATATCTAACTCCAAAGTGAAGGCAAAATCTGCCAAATGCAAGCACTTTGATAAGATTTTCAAATTTGATTTTGAAACAAAAGTGATAGCATCTGATTGTTCTATCGAATAAATTCCCTTTATGCAAACGTGTCCAATAGTAAGCCGACTAAACAAACCCAAATATTTGTTTACAGCAAGTTCATCCGAACAAATACATACACCTCTTCCAGTCAGTTTTTTCAAGTTGCTGAAAGTACCAATTAAACTATTCAGACAATCTATCTCATTTGGCATCCATTGCCATAATACATAATTGAAACTGCGATATTGGTCTGTTGTGATTCTGTAATGAAAATCATAATTCGGCAAAGAGCCCGGTCTGATGAGAAATTGGCTATGCAGTTCATCTAAATCTGTCTGTTTTAGTGTGTCTAACATATGAGCAATAATTTTGGCATCGGATCTAAATGTCATATCGCTGAATAAAACACTCGACAAATTTAAAAATACAACCAAATCCATATATTTCATGATATCTGCGTGATCTCGAGAACAACAGATATCCATGATAAAAATGTTATGAATATCTTTCGCAGATGTCAAAGATTGGCGTGAAATTCCAGACTTATTTTTTGGTGTGACGAGGAACTTTCTTCCAAAGTTTGCTTGAAAATTTATTTTGGCGCTTGCATTAGTTGTTTCATCATAGAAGATTATGATATTTGATGGTCTGGTAACGATTTTCTTAAGGTTACGGAATTTAAATGGACCAACTTTTACTTGGAGTTCTAATTTGGAATTTATGTTTACGTTTGTTTGTGTGCGATCTGCCTGACAACAAAGCATACCAATAAAATCATCATCGTAAGCCAAATCTTGCAGCTGACTCTTAATAAATTCCACATCAGCATTTTCGCTGTCATACTTTTTCAGAAGTGCACCCAACAAAACATACTCCTGTTTAAGAACTAAGTCATTTTGGTCAACAGGATTTGTTTCCAAATAAGCTCTCAAATTAGAGAACATATTTGATTACACGTAGTTGATCGTAACTACTCGACTTATAAGACAAGACAATTCAAGATAAAAAATTGAGCAATTTTATTTCTGTTCAACCTACATCTAATATTAAATTAGTTTTTGGTTCAAAAACGTTGCACTTAGTTAATCGAGATCGTGTAACTATCGAAGATTACACTCAGTTAATCGAGATTGTGAAACAATTAAAGATTACACTTAGTTAATCGAGATTGTGCAACTATCGAAGATTACACTTAGTTAATCGAGATCGTGTAACTATCGAAGATTACCATGTCGCAAAATCTAGATACAAAGATTTGCCAATCAGATGTTTCATCAGAATTTGTTTCAAAAGAGTTCATGGCCCTAAAATTATTCAAGCAAGGATTTTCTGCTGGATGTGAACCAAACTTTTTGAAACTAAAGTTTCATCGCATGTTTTGTTCAAGCACAAAAGGCGGAAATAAATCTGCAAATAAATTTGCAAAGAAAATTTCGCAAACAATTCCCAAATCCAGAAGTAGCACCAAACAGTCAACTTTCAGAATAAAATTAGTCAATAGGGACAGAGTTTGTGTGATATCAGGGCTGTGTGCTGGAGAATGTGAAGCTGCACACATTGTTGACTACGCATCAGGTGGAAGTTTTGATCCAGAAAATGGCCTACTTCTGAGTCGTAATTTGCATAGACAATTTGATTTATTTTTATTCAGCATAAATCCTGCAACATTAGAAGTTGTTGTCAGTCCCAATGCTACAGGGTGGTCTGTCAATACTTTTGCGAAGAAAATTGCTGCTGTTCATGAAAGCTGCAAACCAAATCTGGTGCAACATTTTAAAAAGTTTAAAGCAAAGAATTCTCTGTAAAAAATTTGATTGTAAGTATTAGAATCAAATTTTAACTGGGTGAAAAATAGCACTTTCATCTAATTTAACACAATTTTCATAGATGGCTTTATTTAATGCTGATTTATCCTGCCAAGTCCATTGTCCTTTAATAAAGGATTTTAGATGAGATCCATCTAAACTAAGATTATGTTCATGTGCTAATGTGTAAAGAATAAGTTCATCTTGTCCATTGATACCATTTGTAAATTCTGAATCAAATATTTTGAGTGCTTTGCTAGAAAGCCTAATTAATTGAACATAACCTTGAAACCTGTTTTGATTGGTCCCAGTGTAGAATTTATAATATCTGTTTGAGGGATTTTGTCTGAAACCCATTGTGTAAACAAAATCTTTTGTTGATTCAAAGTTCAAAATTGTGGACACAGAACCACTAATTCTGACGTCATATTCCATTGACCATAGATAATCATAGTCCGATTTTATTTTTTTCCAAAAATACATCATAATCCAATGATTAGAAGTGTGGATTCCAAAAAATGTTTTATCATCATAAATTTCGCGAATCATTTGTTCAGTGAAACTTATGGTATTGAAACGCATGCACTCAGGTATTCTATGCAATAAATGTCCATTTTCATCATGAAGCAAAATCCAAAAATCGAACTTTATTTGTTCAGTTTCAACCAAAAGCTTCGAAACATATGATTCTATGTCTGCATTCCATATGTGAGTTTTGAATATCAGGCATTGTTTAATAGTAGTATTCTTATCCTGATCCATTAAATAATACTCAGATTTATTTCTTTAGATTGTTTGTATTTTATGACAGACGTTTAGTCTCTGAGAACGATAAGTGAGCACAGCGTTCAAGCAAAAAGTTTTACTGATAATTCATCCGATAAGTTTTCCAAAAAGTTTTGGATTTTAGGCGTTTTTATAAGGAACATATTTTTGACCAAATAAACTATCTTGGTAATAGAATTTTCAGCAAGAATCTCTTGAGCACAATCATCAGTAATAACGCAGGTTTCACCGAGAAGATTTTTAATATCGAGTTCCGCAATTTGGTTTTTCGTTCCATAATAACAAACTGTATTTAAAATTAGCTGTTTTGTATTGGATTTTTTTTTCTTTGCATCAATACAAGCCAAGATCAAATTTCTGATCTTATCAATTGATCCCAGCCATAAACCAAATTTAATTTGAGTAACCATAAGAATATCTATCTTAACATTTAATTTTTCTGAAAATGCGACCATAGGCCATAAGTAAAAATCTTTATCGTCAAGTTTTAGCAGATCAACAACATGCTGCCTATTTTCAAGAATTTTTAGATGAACATTTGCAATACGATAATCTTCAACACTGCCTGTGATTTTATCAAAAGTCAGCATGTTATTGTCGATTAAAATCTTTGCTTTTGTTATTTTATCCAAAACATAAGTTTTGTGCGACAAATAATACCAAAAATAGAATGGTAAGGGTTTGAATTTTAGTTGTTGGCACAAAAATTCAAGAATTTCAGCACCAGCTTGCAGGATAGCCGTTGTTAAATTTGAAAGAGAAATTCCATAGCCCAGGCCATATACATATTGCACCATAGATAAAGATTTTGATTGAACTGCATAATTCATGCAATGTGCAGCATACTTATTTCCATCAGATGTAGTGTAAAGAATATCTCTGGCCAATAAAATTTTTGGTCCAGAGTATTCAACTGCATCTAATGTTTTATTTGCGTGAAGATTCTCTCCAAATTTTGCTGTTACTTTTTTTAAAATTTCAATATCTCCAGACAAAATTGCAGAATAAACACATTTAACATCAGGTTGCCATCCGCAATTAATCATATACTCAAACAGATCCCAATCAGAATTCAACAATGGATAATTCAATAGGTGAGCATTTTTTGGACAACGACTTGTATCAATTAGTAGTTTGCATATCTCATGGTTTCCTTCATGTAGAGCTCTCTCCAATATTTTTTCGTTAGGAACATATGTTTCCAGTAAGCTTTTGATAATATCAATATGTTGTCCATCCACCGCAGCTTCTAAAGTTTTTATGCTGATATTCCCAAATGATGCGATTTCAAAGTATAATTTTGGATTGTGTCTAGCCGCAATATTAATATGATTTTTTGCTAACTTCCAAAAAATAGGAAAACCATTTACGATAGCTAAAGTAATGGCATTTTCATCTAGTTTATTTTCAGATTGTTCTGAAGAAACAATGGAAACTTCTAAACCCATCATCACCTTAGCATAAAATTCAGCTTTGGTTGGATTCTTTTTAGCGAATAAACCTGTTAAACATTCCAATTGAAATTGCGGATTTTGAAAATAGGTTTTAACATAGGATTCGGATCTGGAACTAATTTTAGCGATACTTTTAATAAACATATCAGATTCAAAAGTGTCAGTTTTTATTTCAGCCCATGAGTGTAGTTGAGTTTCTGAAAGTGGTAATGAATACAAACCAAAGGTTTCTGAGAACGTAAGTGAGCACAAACGCTGATCAACGACCCTGTTGAAAATTCGAACCGTGTTAAAATCTAAGATTGGATCCATTGATTATTTGCTTATTTTGTATTAAGCAAATAATCTCTAAGTCTGTTTTGAAACATTTGAATTTTTTTTGTGCCGATCATTTTTTTGAAAGTATTTTTTTTGTATTTGAATGCAGAATCTGAAGGAATATCTCTAATTAGGGAACGTTGCTGTAAGAAAATCCACGGATTAAGTTTGTAACTGATATCATCAAAAGGACTTGTGCCAATGTCTGTGTATAAATCACCCATTTTGTTTTGCAGAGGTTGTATGTATTTTGGATGGGTTTCGACAACATACAAATAAAATTCTTTTAAGTTTGATAAACCACTTTCTTTAGCTATGGTGTAAAGTTGACTATGATCTGTCACATTTATCAAATCAAATATTGGGATGTATTCCAATTTATCTAATTGCCCATATTCGAAAGTTGGATCAACTTCAAAGAAATCGTAGAATTTTTTTCCAGATTTCAAATAAAGATAAATATTTTCAGAATAGGTGTAAAGAGCGGCATCGTAAAAGTCTGCATCAGATTTTTTCTCTTTGGGAATAACATAATTTGAATGTATGTAAACATTGCGGCTTCCTGCGCAGTATGCTAACAAAGAAAACCATTCCATCCATTCTATTCGATCTAGATTTAAAATCTCACTTTGGTCTGTTACACTGAATTTGAAATAGTAATTAACATGAATATCCGGACCCAATTCAATCAGCATGTTAATATTTCCATAAACTGGATTGGATGTCGTTATCATAAGTCCATCAGGTCGCTCATAATAAAAGAATTGACTGTAGACACTGGTTGAATCATATGCCTCAATGCTGAAAACAAAAGTTTTATTTGATGCCATTTTTGTGGAGAATTGATTGTTTGCATTTGTGATGGTTCTTTTCAAATAAGCAAGTCTATCAGACATTGGCATTAATCTAAGAGTTTCATCTTCCAAAACAATTTGTCGAAAATCAATCACTGATAGCGGTGGAAGAAATGCTCCTGGAGTTTCAAGTTTAATATCCGAATCCAAAATCTTATGGTAGTCATTACCGACCCACGTAAATTCATATTTCTTGTGAACGGTAAGCTTAAATACATTATGAAATTCGTTATCTGGATTGACTACCAATTTGTCTAATCTTAGCTGTGTTGTTGGTGGTAAAACAATTTCTTCTTCGAAAGGAAAATTAGAATATGATTCTATGCACAAACCAACTCCCTTTAGATCCGCTGGTAATTTAATTTTCAATAAGATATATCCAAAAGCATAATTTTCCTTGTAGTAAAATGGATTTCGTGTTGTGGACATAAAACTGGGATCTTTGTAAACGTCACCTTCTCTCAAATGAGTCATAAAATCATCTTGGGAAACGAATCTGTAAACAGTATGAGATTCGGTGAAAATGGGAGCATTTTTGATCAACTTGATCATTATTTTGATTTGATTTTCCAAATCCAGATTTACTATGGAATTTTTGTATGTAACTTTTTGGTTTAAGAAGCAACATCTGTTTGATCGCAAATATTGATTCATGTAATAGGACCCATATAAACTATAATGTTTGACCAATCCGATGGCTTTTTTGTTAAAAATATAAATCTGATGATTACGCAAAGTTGATCCGGAAATATCAAATTTTGAAACTTGTTTGCAAAAATGTTCGATTTCTTCATCGGACAAATTACCTTTTTGCGTGAGATCCCAATCATAAGCCAAAAAATATAATTCATTTAATGTGTAATAAGCTTTAATGTGAGCCAAACCTGAAGCATAAGATGGTCTTCTGCAATCGGTTACATATGTTGATCGTGAAAAACTTTCGTAAAAGACAGCATCGAAATTAGATTTTAGGATATCTAGATCATAATTGGACATAATTCTTAAATTTTCTTGGTCGATCTTACTTTTTTGGTTATCGGCTTCAAGATTTGCAACAAATTTCTTTGTTGGAAATCTGTAATCGCGTCTGTAGATATTATCATAAACATTATCTCTATTGATCAAGTAAATATGATTTGATTGAATGTCATAAAGTGGAACTCTGAGTTTGTATGAAGAAATCTCTTTCTTGAATTCGTCGATGTAGTTGGATGGCAAGCCAAGTTCCGCGACTTGTGTTTCGGTTAGGATCGCAGCCTTACCTTCATAGAGCAAATCAATTATTTCACCAATTACTTCAGTGGACTTTATTTCGTTAGGATCCTTATCAGGATCGATTCGCCTATAGTAAAAGATCATGTCCTTAGAATTAGCTACCAAACAAAATATTGTTAATAAACAATACTTTGTTTATTAACATTTGCACATACTATCCGTTTTAACTTCTGGATCGGGTTGTTGGAGTTTCATAGTTCTATTGTAAATGGTTGAACCGGGATTTTGTTCTCTGTATGCCAGAATTCTTCTAGCGGCTTGTTCAAAAATTTTATCCAAACCCTCGCCTGTAATGCTGCTGGTGAATTCTATGGCATAGTCTCTCAGTTTAGCATAGGCTTTGACATCTGCTTCAAAAATATTCCATTGAATTGGTGGAAGGTCACACTTATTGCAAGCCAGTAAGATCATAGGATCATCTTTTAGATTATGTTGTTTGTATCGCAAAATCCATGCTTCGGTTTTTACCAACGTATCCGGATCGGATACATCTAGAACACAAATACATGCATCAGCGTCTTTGTAGTACATCCCACAAATTGATTTGTAACGTTCTTGACCAGCAGTATCCCAAACATTTAATGCTAAAGGCACATCATCTAAAGTCAATTTTTTGACATAAAATGAAGCCCCAGTTGTCGGGGTGACATTTGGATCATATTTTCCATAAACATATCTATACAGCATCGATGATTTCCCCACTCCAGCTTCACCAATCATAACAATTTTTGGTTGTTGTCCAATGGAGTAGTTCATCGACATTTCTAACATACATATTAAAAACAAAATTTACATTAAAGATTATTGAAATTCAACTGGTTTACTTTCTTTTCCCAACAAAAAATGATAAAAATCCACTTTTGGTTGGCTTTATCACAGATGTAGCAAACTTTTCATGATACTTCGCACAAATAGTTGTCATTAACTCTTTCTGGTCGGAATTTTTAGATGTAAAATACAAATCGTATTCACTAAGGCCTGAATAATATATTTCGTTATTCGCCGCCCAATCATTTTTATCAACTTTATTTGCAATGACAACAATTTGGCAATTCTTACCAGAGTTTAACTTTTTGTATAACTTAATGTGTGTATCAAGAGATGCATAAGTAGAATCATCTGTAACATCGAAAACGCAAATGCAAATTTGGCTTCCTTTACATGCAACTCTTGTAATGTTTTCATATGATTCTCCTTCACATGTATCCCAAATTTCTAATTTGAAATCAACATCTCCTCTCGATAGATAACACCCACCTAATCGTGGTAAACCACTATCATCTGCATCAGTTAAAATGTTATTCACAATAGTTGTTTTTCCGACTGCACAATCACCCAACACCACGCAACGAATTTGCACAAATTCTTTTCCGGAAGTGTTGTTGAGCATTTGGATTATATTAAGTTATTAGTTTTGATAAAACTACTAACTTAACAATTTAAACAACAATCACATGAAGAACTATCATGCAATTTTTTAATTAAAATATGATGGACAGGATAAACAAAATCAACACTACCCAGAACACCCAGTTGAAAATTCCTTTGGCGATCAAATAAATGAGGATCAAGGCCAATACTAGCGCGACAATTCCGATCATTTTCTATATGACTAAACATAGTTGCGAGATTTTGTTGAAAAAACAGAGATTAAAATCACATGCGTTGATTGTGAAATTAATTAACGCGCACTAAAAACGCCACAATATTGTTTGCGGCTAATATGTCCACATGTATACAAAATTTGCAAATTTGTGATAGTTTTGCTGTCAAATGGTATCATCACCATCAAACCATTTTTGAAGAGTCTGTAAGACACACAACCCTTTGATGAACATTCGTAAATGGCATATTCCTTTTTAATTTGATCAATTACATCTGGCATAGGCAATTCGCGCGCGGGAAATGGCATGTCATCGGGTTCTGGAGTTTTGATCACATCAAGTGAACTCATCTTTGTAGCTTCGGCGAGAGTTGGGTTTTCGATTCTCCATTTTCTCAAAAAGTAATCTGGTTCAGTTTTAGTTTTGTGCATGATCTTATCCAAGCACACAAAACCTTGAGTTGTCATGTTGTGTGCAGAATATTCCCATGTCAAAAAAGTAGCGGCTGTTGGAATAATGGTCACCTTCTCTTGATTGAAAAGTTCGGCCATAATTTCTTTTGGATTACACATAGTGTAGAATTTGATTGGCAAACTCATGAGATCCAAAATGTAAATGTTGGAATCGTTAACAATTTCAGTCCAAAATGTAGTCGCTGTAATTTCAGGATAGCAATTCACAATTTCATTGATATCCACACCATAAAAATGCTCCAGATGTTGCAAAGCTTCGGTTCCTGATTTCTCTTCGGTTTGGAACAGAGCCAAACTCAAATAAGTTTTGATGCTTGCTCTGTGTCTCTTTTCATAATCCGTAATGGATGTATCGGCGCAAATCTTAATTTCAAGAATATCCAAAGTCTTAATGATGGACCATAAATCCAACTTTTTTGGGATCAAATTCAGACCCTTTCCTTCAGAAATAAACGCCATTTCAAATGAAATACCTATTATATTTATAGGCAATCTATTGGCCATTAACTTGCGCAATTTTTTTAGAAAAATTGCGCAAAACATTGATCAATTAATGTTTTGGATTATTGTTGAAGTATGCAAATTGCAAATGTCGACACTTTTAAAAATTTGTTGCACAAAATGTGATGTTTGCGTTAGGCAACTTGACAATGGTATTATTTCAAGATATTATGATGTAGACATTGAATATGAAAAAAGAGCCAATGGACGTCACAAAAATTTTATTGATATATCGGATTCTCATAATGCTATTGCAAAAATTGTTAACACAAAATTAGATGAAATCACAGATCGAAATTTGCCAGAATATGTTTACGCCATTATTGAATTAGATCTTTTAAGTGAATATCACAAAGGTGTTAAAACTGTATCAAAAATATCTGGTTTTAATTATGGTGCACTTGAGAACCATGTGTTACTAATGAACCCTGGTTTAATGTTGCCATTTTTGTCCGAAAATTCTATTTTGAAATTATCAGAAATTAATTACGATTGGACAAGTTGCGCAGATTTTCTTCCTAAATATGTAATGCGAGTAAGTTCAACAACTGACGTTGTTAGAATGCTAGATTTAATTGAATTATATTATCAGATCGATTACAAATCAGTTGCAATAGATTTCATGCTGGAATGCATAGATTCAAAAATAGATGTGCGATTACCTTGCAGAAAAATTACTAATCTGTTGGAAGCAGGTTTCAATATTAACAAAGATTTAGTTATGTCAAATTATTTTGTTTTTCATGCAGTCATGGATGAATCAATTGATATTTTTGTGGATTATGGGTTGAAACATTCGCGTGATTTTACTATAAAATTTGATTTTATTATTAACGCGATAGAAGCAAACAAAATTGATAAACTTGTAGAATGCGGTTTGAATATTGAATCCAGTATTAAAGTTTCGGATTTCCGCGCGATTAAACTTATGGATTTAGATATTTTCTTGGAAATTTATCCAATGTATGCGGATGCTATTTTTAAAAATATCATAAATTATAATCATCAACCAATAACACACTTAGTATCGAAATATCATGTTGATGTCGCTTCTGTAATAAAAGAGGTTATTGATGACAATGCATCAAGTCTTGATGCAAAATGAGTTTTTGCCGAATAAAAATTGCATAAATAAAATTATTTATTCATACAATTATTTTGGCAAAAGTAAAGCTTTCTCTGAAATTGAAAATCAATTTCAAATGTTGAAAGTTTTTTGCAAAAAATGCAACATTGGCATTATCCAAAATTCTAATGGTAGTATTGAACAATACAATGGAACAAGGACCTTTTGTAAAAACAATGCAATCGATATATCAGATTCACATGACATAATTATGAATATTATTGATGATCCCGATTGTTCTGATAATATTGAATCGGACCAACTGGATCAATCAGATCAATCAGATAAATCAGATCAACCAGCTGATTTGCATTCAAATACATCTGATCAATCACAGGACAACTCAACCAAAGACCAAATACAACAAGATTCGATTGAACGCGCGCGCACAATCATAAGATTAGGACTTTTGGATGAATATTTAACCAATGTTAGAAATATTGCTAAGCGATCAACTACAACTTGGAGTCCTGTTAATGCTCATGCATTATTGCGATATCCTAATTTGTTGTTACCTGTTCTGTCAGAAGGTTCCATATCAAAACTTGCTAGCGTTAATTACAATTGGTTAGATTACGCCGATTGCATCGTTAAAATAGCGATAAGGATTGCATCCACGGAAAGTATGCTCCGAGTTTTGGATTTAGTTGAGGTACATTACCAAATTGATTATAAGTCTATCCCAATCAATTTTATGTTAGAATCAAATGGTGATAACATGATAAGCGGTCAACGATTATTTGACAAAATTATCCCATTGCTCAATGCCGGATTTAGTTTCACCAACACACCAGTTTTATCAAAAGAACTTGTTATTTGTGCAGTTATGGATAACTTTATTGATGATTTGATTGCATGCGGTCTGAAACTTCCAAGTAATTTCACAATCAAGTTAGAACAAATGAACGCAGCTATTCAAAATAATAAAATTGATAAATTAGTGGAATGCGGGCTAAACATTAAATCAAGTGTATATTCATGGCACGATACAAATATCACATTAAATAAAATTAGTATTTTTTTGAAAGCTTTCCCAGAATTTGCAGATGATATTTTCAAAATTCTAATAGATTATGTTGGTTGTACTTTGGAATATATTGTAACAAATTACAATGTTGATGCAGAAAAAGTAATAAAAGAGTTTGCCAAATGACAGTCGAACGAATGTGAGATCCTCAGAGAGAATTGTTCCAACAACTTACGATGACGGTCGAACGAATGTGAGACCCTCGGAGGAAAAGTTCTGTAGGAACTTTGACGATGACGGTCGAATGTCAATGAGATCCCTTAGAGAAAGTTATTTCGATGACTAAAAATTGCATGGATAAAAATTATTAATTCATGCAATTTGCAAACAGAAACATCCATTATACAAATGTCAAAGCCATTATTGAGAGTTTATTGCACAAAATGCAATGTTCACGTCACTCAAAAAGCTGATGGTAGCATGAATCAGCGTGATAATATCAATATATATAACGATTTATTTAATGACGCAGACGTCGATATAACTGAATCTCATGATGCAATTATGCATATCATAAATGGCACAACTGACAACGAGATGGAACAATCAGATATATTAGAATGCGTCCATACAATCGTAAATTTGGGGCTTCTGAAAGAATATCAACAAAATATTGTAAACATGACTAAAAAATCAAATGCTACATGGTATCCTATAAATTCCCATGTTTTGCTGTTGAATCCATATTTATTGTTGCCGGTTCTGTCAGAAAGTTCCATACCAAAATTGGTTAACATTAATTACAATTGGGTCGACTACACTGAATACATAGTTAAAATTGCGATAAGAATGGCGTCAACAGCAACCGTTGTAAAAATTTTGGATTCGCTCGAAGCACATTATCAAATTGATTGCAGATCAGTAAATTTGGACTTTATGTTGGAATATAACTACGACGCTATGAAAGTTGGTGAACATTTGTTTGACAAAATTTTTCATTTGCTTGAAGTTGGATTTACATTTGATGAGGTTCCAGTTTTGTCTGTGGACTTAATTTATTATGCTGTTATAAATAATTTTATTGATAATCTAATGAGCTATGGTTTAATACTTCCAGATATGTTTAAAATGAAACTGGATCAGATTAATTTTGCCATACAAAATGGTAAAATTGACAAATTAATAGAATGCGGGTTGAATGTCCGATTAAGCATAGATTTATGGCATAGGTCACATATTAACACAAGCAATTTGGATATTTTCTTAAAAGCTTATCCAGAATTCGCTGGTGATGTTTTCAAAACATTAATTTACGACGTCAATCATTTGTTAAATCATATCATGCTTAATCATAATGTTGATCCAGAAACAATGATCAGAGAAGCTGATTCTGAAAATTAATAAATGAATATGCGTATTCATTTATTAATTTACATTATTTAATCAAGCTTTGACTTGATTAAATTCTGAAAATTAATATTAACCAATGGATTAATATTAAATTCTGATAATGAATAAAAATTGCTAACCTAAACATCTTTTAGGTCAACAATTAACATAACAACCATCTTATTCTTGTGAAGATGAAGGCTTTTTGCAAGAAATGCCAATATTACATATGGATGGACAACAATTCTTACAATGTTAAAAAATTTCCAAAAGATGAAGCACATGTAATGTTTGAAAATTTTTTATCAAATGGCTTAATTGATATTACTGATACGCACGATGAAGATCTTAATGCTGACTTTATGGCGACGATTGACATAGCTATTAAAGAAATCCGCAAAACAGGAAATGAATCAATACGACAAATTCCACGTCACTTTTTTGTGAAATATCCACACATAATGATAAGTTGGATTTCAGATTCAACTATTAACACATTGTTACCCATAAGTTATGATTGGAATGCACATCGTGATTATATCGTAACGCAAACCATAGCTTCCGTTTCTACCGATAAACTTGTAGACAGATTAGAATATTTGAGACTTGCTCTTGGTGTAGATTACTTATCATTCGATTTGAGTTCATGTGGACTTTTGGGCACAAGAATTGACAAATTTTTTGTATTAGTCGACGCAGGTTTGGCCTACGGTACACTACCTGAAATTATTTTGAGTTCGGTTTTGCATCTAGATGATCACGAAATAGATAGGCTAATTGAACTCGGTTTCAACATGAAAAATGCAGTTAATTCTTATGCTAAAAATTCTATTTGGAATTTTCGAATGTTGTTGGATAAATTTTTAGATAAACTCCTTAAATATTATCCTAATTGCGAACACATCGCAAGTCTCTTAATTGACAACCACGTCAAATCCATACTAAAAACTTTGATCGCGGATTACGACGTTGATATTATTAGTGCGCTTAATATTGAAAATCCAAATCCTGATATTATTTATTCAGACGATGAATTATTCGATGATGAATGATAATTTTTTGTGAAAAATTGCACCATCAAAATACTTGTTAAGTGTATTTATAGAAATTCATTTAATAGTTTGCTTTCCAGATGGAATTGCTACCAAGATTGATAAAAGTTTTAAGTGCGGCTCTGGATTCCAATGCAAGCACACCAATTGATGGTGTTGAAGATGAAATACTTAACATTCAGCATCATTTTTCATCTTTATCAAAGAAAAGACCACGTGATCAATCAACAGAAGATCAAATAGCAGACCAACTAATAGAACCATCTGCAAAAAAAAGTTTCACGCTGGATGACCATAGACGAAATAATGAAGTTATGTCGTCCGAAAATTTTTTGCCTCCGCTGACAGTTGATTTTGAATGCAGAAGGAAAAAATCGGCGAATGGTATTGCTGATTTATGTAAAGCATTTAATGTGGATATATTCAAAGAATTTTTATCAGTAAGAAAACAAGTGGACGATTTTTGCATTAAATTTTCGAAAGAAATGCATCAAGGGTCGTTTGATTACATTGCTTCAGAATTGCAAACGCAAAACTATGTGTGTATCTTGAAAAACAAGCATGCACTTGCGTATTTTTTTGCTAAATTATGCGAACCCAACAAAAGATCAGTCCGAAAAAATTTTGCGGTTTTCAGTTCAATTATTGAAAATTATCATAATTATTTGAACGGATTATGTTTTTGTTTTAAAACATGGGGTGATTTGGTTAGTCCAAACAATCCATTCCAGTGGGTTGGAGGCATTGATGTATCAACATTCGCAATGAGCACAATTTCTAATTGGTACAAGATTTCCAAGATCACCGAATATTTTGTCGAGATTGAAATTGATGGAGTAAATTATTCTGTACCTTCATAAAAATTGCATAATTTAATATTATTATTTGATTACGTTATTGGTCCAATATTGGTTTTTTCAGAGATGGCCTTGAATTATTATTGCGCAAAATGTCATCGTCTTTGTAAGTTTGATGACAACACAGGAACATTTACAATATCTGTTGAAACCGCGTCGTCATTTGTCAACAATGGAAATGATCATGATGAAATTATGTTAAAATTCAAAGAAAATGCTGTTCTAACCGATGAAGATATTGTAAAAAATCAATTAACTCACGAAATAATGAGTACTTATTCGAACGCAATGGAACCATTTGCAAGTTTTCTAACTAAACATGTAGTTTGGTCAAATTTGCATTTATTAATGACTTATTTGTCAAACAAATCGATGATAAAATTATCACAATTAAATTCACAACCACAGATACAAAATTTCTCTTTTAGAGAGTATGTTGTAAAAAATATTATATCAATAATCCAACCCAATCGTCTATCAGATGTGTTCGCTATTTTAAATGATGATTTTGGCATTGATTATTTTGTTGTCAAGTTAAATTACTTTACCCATCTGGAATTTATGTATGCTAAAAAATTTTTTGATGTTCTGCCTGAATTATTAGAATTAGGTTTTACATTTAGTGGCGAACCAATTGAACGTATGAAAACTGGATCTTTAATAATGGAACAAAGCGATGAAATTATTCAGCATTTGATTGACAACGGTTTAAATTTGCTTTATAATTTGAAAACTTACGGAATAATGCGATATCACATTGATAAATGTTTGCGATTTTATCCAAATCCTGAATTCATAGCTGAAATAATTTTAGGAAAATTTAATGGTATCCAAAGTTTGGAATACTTAGTTGAAGCATATAATGTCGATTTATCATCAGTGGTAAAAACGATGAAAAAATAAAAATTGCAAATCCAAATTCGAAATTTAGGTTTGCAATTAAGGTAAAGTATTTTACACAAAGTGTAATCATCGATATCACAATAATCTCGATTAACGGAGTGTTATGGACCATTTTTATGAGCTAAATTGTGATGTATGTGGTAGACGTATATACTTCCATTACGATCCTCTTGGTGGTAAATTTCCATCAAAAGTAAGTGGAAGGTGTACATATATCAACATAACAGAAACTCATTCCACTATTGGAGAAACTGATGATGTGAAACTTTTGGAAAAGTTATTAATTGATATTGGTCAATCGAGTCATTTATCTTTGCATTACGTTATAATGTTCCCATTCTTGCTTTTGCCCCTCTTGTCGAATGATAAAATAATTGCTTTATCTAAAATAGAATATGATTGGCAACCACATGGTAAACGAATGGTTCAAGACGCTATTTTAACTTACGGCGAACAACGTTTGGAAAATGTATTGGATATTTTGGAATCTGATTATGGAATTGATTGTTTATCGTTCAAGTTGGATGAAGTAATATATTTTGAGAATGATGAAACTGATGACTATTCCGTAAGTAGTTCCATAATAGAATTGCCAACGCTATTTAAGCGAGGTTTTATGTTCAGTGGCAAGTCGTTTGTTAGCCGTTATTTGAATTCTATTTTAAAATTGGATGATGATTCAATTCAATTCATGATAGACAACGGATTTGATTTGAGAAAAACGATTGAATCCAATCATTTCCGATTGTCTAATCTACGCCAAGAACATATGCAACGATTACTTAAATTTTTACCAGAACCGGAACTTATTGCTCAAAAATTATTACAACATGATGATCATTTGATTACTTACAAGATGCTTATTGGATCATGCAATGTTGACATTAATCACATAATTCTATCAACAGAACCATATGTGGATCATTCATATGACGGTTGAATGTCAATGAGACCCTCAGAGAAAATGGATTCATCCATTTACGATGACGGTTGAATGTCAATGAGACCCTCGGAGAAAATGGATTTATCCATTTACGATGACGAATATTTTGATTCCAATGAATAAAAATTGCACATTTGAATACCATCTGAATGTGCAATAAATAGATTATTCATACCACATCTCGCAGCAACTCGATCCCTACAGAAGATTAACTTCTTCCAGTGTCTCGTAGTAACTCGATCCCTACAGAAGATTAACTTCTTCCAGTGTCTCGTAGTAACTCGATCCCTACAGAAGATTAACTTCTTCCGGTGTCCCACTATGCATTGTTCTGAATGCGAAAGAAAAGTTATGATTTCGCCTATTGTTGAAAGTATTGGTATATATATCTACAGTGCTAATGGGGTAGATGTAACAGATTCACATGATGAATATATCGCCAAATATCACAACGATAATTTTACAAAAAAAATGATCGACGAATATGATAAATTTCCTTTTTGGGGCAATTATGCAGGACGTCTTCCAATGTCTTGTTTACATTTTTTAATAGCAAATCCGCACTTTTACATTGGGTATTTATCTGCGGAATCTATTTCTGAACATGCTACTGTTGATTATGATTGGGTTTCATATACTACGCAAATTGTAAAACATGTGATCATGACAAGTCAAGCTGTCACAAACCTAAGACCAAAATTGGAAGCATTGACAACATTAGGAATTAATTATTTGGATTGTAAATTAGATTTTATTAACAGTATACCAGCTAGTGTTTTTGAAAATGTTTGCCGAAGTTTGCCCATGTTATTTGAATTAGGATTTGAGTTTGATTCACAAATAGTAAATTCTCATACATCCACTATCGCGTTAAATTATTATGAGATTCTCAAACTGGAAACTTGGTGTATTGACAAACTCGTGGAATATGGATTTGATTTCTATAATGTAATCTTATCTAATGGGAAATATCTACCAACATTATCAAAACGCCAAATGAAAAACTTAGTCCAGTATGTTGAACCAGAAATTATTGCCAAATTAATTTTATCTGATACTGATAAAAAACGTCAATTGATATCATTAGTGAAAAATTATGATGTTGATCTAACAAGTGTGGTTCGGTCTATGGACGAAAATTAAAAATTGCGTATTACGAATACTTGTTAGATTCTATGATTATAAAAAGTATTCCTCAAGCATTAAATAAATGTCTTGTTCCTCCGAAGAACCAATAATCTCACGATTGTCTTTGTTACAACGTTTAGTGAAAACATTGAGTTATGCACTTGATCAAAATGCAGATGCATTAATTGATGATGTAGATGACGAAATTGATAACATTATGAATCGTTGTGCGACTCTTAAGAAGAGAATAAGGTCTCAAGATATTTTTCCAGAAGATATTTCAGGAGAAATCGCGACCAAAAAATCATTTACACGTAGCCATCATATAAATAGAGAAAATGAAATTACAATTTTACCATCAACACCTAATATTAGGGTAGATTTTGATTGCAAACGCAACTACTCTGATTTCTATTCTGATTTTAATGTTGATACATTTCAACGCTTTTTACTATTAAGGCAACATGTCGATAATTTTTGCGAAGAAAATTACGAAAACATGTATCAAGGAAACTTGGATGAACTTTTGGCCGAATTGAAACGCAACTATTCCTATCTGTTTGAAAATAAACATATTGTTGCATATTTTTTTTGGAAATTATGTGAAAGTAATTCCAAAGCTGCATCCCAAAATTTCACAATTTTTAAGACAATTTTCGTAAAGTATGATTACTATTCTTACAAATTACTTTACATATTCAGGAGATGGGGTGCATTGTTAGCTTCGAATAATTCATGCCAGTGGATTGGAGGAGTTGATTCAAAAAATTTTACAATGAGTACAGTGCATAATCAAAAAATTAATCCAATCGATTTGAAGCAACTTTTTTGTGAGATACAAATTGATAACATAAACTATTTGGTACCATCTAATACAAAAACAATAAAATTTTTGAAATCAATCAGACGGAAATAATCTACCAAAAAATTGCATTCTCGTACCATGTTCAAAAATGCAATTATGATTATAATACTAACTCCACTGGACACAAAATGGAGGAATTAATCCATCGTGAAACCAAAATGAGTTTGTCTTTAGAAGATGGAAAAATCGAATTTTATGATTGCTGCATAAATTATTTGAGTGGTAATGAAAATGGAACTCTTTGGTGTCATATGTCAAAACTATTGAAGAGTCCATTTTTCCAAGCCTTTGTATTCAAAACAAAAGCCGAAGCCATTCCTTACAAAGCGTGGTTTGCAAACGGTTATGATATTGAACTCCAAGTAAAATCTGAATTGTTTCTCGATTACGTCAAATATTTTATCTATGACGAACCAGAAAAACCATATGATTTGGATTGGATGTTAGAAATGCTTCCGGTGCATATGTTCTATCTATCACCAAAATCTATTTTTGAAGATTTTTTGATTGGATTGTATTATCAATTATTTGAAGAAAAGCTTAATGATATTGACTATTATTTGGAAACATTGGAATCGATCCTGGAATCTAATCTACACGATCAATACAAAACAGCTCTCCTACCATTGGTTTGGCCAGATCTCAGTGATGAACAACGTGAGACTTATGGACATCTTAACAAATACATTCTTCCAGTAAATAGATATGTTGCAGATGGAAACTTGTATACTTGTTCTGATGTTTGCAATACCGAAGATGATATTGGATGTGGATCTATTATCAGAGATCTACCAATTGGAGGCAAATTACAAATTTATACAGCTGATCAAGATTATTTATGGTCAAGTGATTGTTTGGGCGATTATTTTATTGCAAAGAAACCTGAAGACAAAGTTTTATTTGTTTGTGCATGTCATTTACATAATAATGATGAAAAAGTAACTGCTAAAAAGATCACCGTGACTATTTATGATGGCATTCATGAACCGACCGTAATCAATACAAAGCGAGGTCATTTTGGTAAATGTTATACTCCTTACTATTGTGATATTAACGCACCACTGAATGTTTTGTCTTACAGTATTGAGTTTGAGCTGAATTAAATTTTATTAAAAAATTGCATACCTAAATTCTATTTGAATATGCAACTGTAAAATAATCTATTGCAAAATGTATACACTACGTTGTAATAAATGCGGCGTGTATCGACAACCCGCTGCAAACCCAATTCAACATCCATCATCCAAAATTACCATAACAAAAACTATTGGTAGGTCCATAGATGAACCCGCATATACAATCATCGATATCACAGATACGCATGATGAAATCGATTTACCCAGCGATTATATTGCGATCATGGAACCACTTATTAAAAGACTGAATATTCCCACAAACGAAATACATACTATGTTGTACAATCCAGTTGATCTTTTAATTGGGTTGAATAATGAAAGTCTTTATGAATTATCACATTTGGATTACAATTGGGTCGATTTTGGTGCACAAATACTAAATTGTACCATTTGCAGATATAGAAATCCAAATGATACCATCGAAAATCGTTTGGAAATTCTAATAAGCTATTTTGCACTCAACCAAAATTGTAAACTAAATTTTTTTATTGACGATGAATTTTGCGCGCAGCCAGATTCTGATGTTAAAACTTTTCTTAACAAAATACCTTTACTTTTTGATCTAGGATTTGTTTTCAGTGGTAAACAATTCACATCCAAGTTATTTGTTGAAATTGTGGATATACTCGATGAAAATTACGTCCAACAACTCATCGATTGTGGGTTTGATTTAGAAGAATCTATTAGAAAAAATATACACAAAACTACTAAAATGAAAGTTGATCAATTACTAAAATTATTGAAATTTTACCCAAAACCAGAAGAAATTATGAGGTTCATAATGATATGCGATCCAAAGGTTGCCATATACAAGATGTTTGCAAAAATGTATAATGTTGATGTAACAACTTTGTTGTTAGAATAAATGTATTGTTAATACATTTATTGTAACAGCTTTGTTGTTAGATTTGAATTAAAAACTAAAATTTTAGCGTTTAATTCAAATTCAAATCAGGCCAACTCTAGTAAACCAAATATTCAGTTACCAAAGTAGACAATCTGCGTTGGAGTTCAGTGTTGTCAATGGAGTTGGTGTAGTGGTAGAAGAAAAGGTTACCAGTGGGGTGAGCAATAAGGATAGATCTGACGATAAGATCACCATCATGACCAACACTTCCATTATCAGGCAGAACGCTGGTCATGGATTCAGTCAAACCATCATAGATCTGATCGGCTCCGAAGTGTTGCATGAAGAATCCATAACGATCTCCACCAGCAATGTTATAACCAACAGAACCAGGAGCACATTGGGTAACGCTAGAGGCATTGTTCGCATAGTACTGCCAGTTTTGCATGGTCTGGAATTCAGAGCTTTGAGTGATGGTCTTGTATGAACGCAACAAACCTTCAGGGGTTCCAATAAGTGTGCCGGAAACTCCAGGCATAGTTGTTGGATAAGGCCACTCGAGATAAACTGGAGTTTGAGGCCAGGCACTCAAAGGTTTCTTACCATTGTCGATAAGAATTCCATCAAAAGTTTCAGCAATCAACTTCTTGACAGCTTTACCAGTGATAGTTTCAAGAACATCACCAACAACTTCACAGTTGGTGTTAGAGTAGCAGTATTTAGTGGTGGGTATGAAATCTAATGGCTTTTCTTTCCATCCCAAGTTGATATCACGCTTGACGGTGAAGTTTCCTCCGTAACGCCAATCAGTGAAATCATCATTGAGAAGATTTTGGGCAGTGGCATATTCTTGAATGCCAGATTTGTGTGCACCGAGATCCTGGAATGTCTGAATGTCAGAACCAGAATACTTGTTTGGATTGAATCCATAATCGACAGGGCTATCAGTGAGATTCAAACCATGATTAAGGGCAAGATAACCGACAAAAATCTTGGTGATAGAACCAAATCTCAGAGTGGAACCGCGAACAACTGGACCAGTGGAATAGAACTTGTAGTCTCCGCTAGGCGTAAGGACAGCAAACACGCTGGCTTCTCCATCAGCAGTAAAAGACGCCAATCTGCTCTCCAAAGCTTGCTTGTTACCTGCGGTACAGGCGGTTTGAGTTGCTGAAACTACATTAGCGGTTTGGATACGTCTGGCGGTACTTACGCGTTCTCGGTTTCCGAAAGGAACAGTTGGGAAAGCTCCCAGTGCAATTTGCGCACACAAAACAAAAGTCAGGACTACGAAGACGAACTTAAACATGAATCCTTGTGATGACTTTCTGCGTGTTATACCTCTGTTGAGAATAATCGAAAGCTATTGACTGAGCTCGTCAGGCAGTTTTGGTATGCAAATTTTTTTCAATAGAGAACTAAGAAAACAAATTTTTATTCTATTAAGATCATCTGCATGCATAATGACTTAGGACGCAAAATAATTTTAAAAACATTGTGTTTTGATTTGGCGTTCATAATTTTGATTTCAGTTTCTGTTGATGACAAACTCAAATTGTGTGGTTTTTCGGTCAGATATTTGTGCCTAAGTCTTCTAGTCAGATGCATAAGAATTAAGCGCTTGATGATCGTTCTGCTTTGGTTTTTTTTGTGTTTGAGAGTTGCTATTGTGCTGAATGTCAAACCATCTTGCCATGGGTCACATCCCATACAAATCAAAAAGTTTACCGTAGGAAATTCTCTTCTTCTGATAGCATTTATTACTGCAGGTTGACTGATTTCCAATTCGGCTCCTTGTTGGTGCACAATTTCTAAAATTTCTTCAAAATCGTTGTTCACTGCAAAACGAAGTTTTTCTTTGCAATTCGCTAAATTGCCGCCATGAGTTAAGAAATATTTTACTAAATTCAAATGACCATACATGATACTCCATTTTAACGGCTGATTTTCTGAATATTGTGGATCGCAACCCTTTTCAATAAAAAGTTTAACACACTCAAGTTCACCTTGCGCAATCAATTGCATCATCAACGGGTTTAAATTTTTTCCATCACATTTAGATTCTTTGACTACATATTCAAAAATTTTGAAATCCACTTTTTTACCCCATGCGTGAATAATAAGTTTTCCTGGACATCCAATTGGGTGTCCGGATTCAAGTAAATGTTTGACGATATCGAGTTGGTTATTTTTGATTGCCATTTTAAGTGCGGTATCAATATCTTTAAAGGTAAAATTTTCTGTTAGATACTTGACAATTTCTATCCGACCGTTTTGTGCAGAACAAGACAGCGCACTATAAAAGGTTGATGGATGGTCTTCTACTGTAAATTTGGTGACCAAATATTTTAATGAATCAAGGTTACCAATTTTTGCACAGTATTTAATACCATTAGAAATAGTTGAACTGCGTGAAAACGTTAGTGTGACCAAATCATATCCATCGTTAAATGTTTCCTGTTCGCACATTTCCAAACAGGAATCTATTCCAACAACCGAATATGCACTCAGTGCAAGTTCAAATTTTTCATTTCGTCTGCTGATAAAATCAGCAAATGTTGTTTTAGGCACCATTTGCATATGGCTTTCTTATAAAATATTATAATATCGGTTGTCTGAGAATTTTGTTAAACAATTTTTTCCACCCTGCATACCAAACTCACGACATAAACAGATATCTCACCTAGTTAATAGTATAGCCACCAATAAAGGTTTAAAATGGCAGGACGAGTTTGTACTGAGTGGACCATTGATAATGGTTTTAAATGTATCAGTTTTATGCAACTCGTTCCTGGCTGGGTGCAAATTTGGAATTCTTTGGCTGTTTTGAATGCGGTCTTTGATTTCGGTTTGGCACTGTCATTTATCAATCTCATGGCAAAAATCATTAATGAATACAGACAAGATAGAAAAAGAAGACATCCGTTGTTAAACTTGATGTTCTGGAGTTGCATGTCATCAGTTGTTGGTTACACTTTAATGGGTGTATCTTATATTGATGGTTGGGGTTTCTTGGGCAGATTCAAGAGGTCCGAATATTTGGGAATGTACTCACCTGCTACTGGTTTGATTGCATTCTCCGTAATTTGTCTTCAGGCTCACTATTTGGATGTGTATATTCTCACTCGAATGGGAAGCATGCGTCCTATTAAAGCTACAGTTTGTGTATTGTCTATGGTGTATGCAATTTTGGGCGGATTATATTCTGGTCCAGGTTACATTATCTTTGGATGGAAACTCAGATCAGCTTACATTGCCGATCCTAAAACCAAATTGGGTTTTATTGGAAATATTTTGGTAATTGCTTCATATGCAGTTAATGCTATTGGTGTTTTATGTGTAGCACTTGTCATATATGAAGTTTATAAATACTCACTTGGTAAGAAGGCCGAAGATGTTTACAGAATGTGTTCCCGTTTGGTTAATTGGGCAATTATCATCTTTGTGTTATCTTGTATGTACATTGGCATTGAAGCTGAGTGGACATTTGATAAATTGGAGATTGATCCAATTGTCGTCGAAGCAGGTCTAGCAGCAGATGTTTACGTAGAAATTCTCAATGTCATCCAAACAATAATTTTGCTACTTTTCTCACGAATTATTGAATGGGGTATCGGATTTGCTAACAAATATATTATTGAAGCGGATAGTTTGGATGTATGGCCAATTGAAAATATTGTTAGACTCTTTACTGGCAACTACATTAAGGTCAACACACACACGAGCCCAAGTGTCACTCAAGTCAGACTTTCCAGAGTTCCAACTGATCCGTCAATCGGAACTAACAGATCTTACTCGACAGAAGAAAGTGAATCACATTCGCATAAAACAGAATCCAAACACCGACATGATTTTTCAGTATCAGCTTCACCTAAAAGTCCTAGACGTGGATCAATGCAAAAACAAGCAACATCAGATAGTATTGCTGTCTAGACACCACGAGATCCCGAAAGAACTCCCTAGTTCTAAAGGAATCGCTAAGTGGTAAGATAAAAATTTAAAGACGCCATTCATTTGAACCGAACGTATAAGTTGTAGAAGTGTAATCATCGATTACTATGCAATCCCCATTGATAAAGTATAATTTTTCAATAAAATTTATTAGAAAATTAAGTTTATGTTGTGCCGATATTGCGCTTTATTAGATTGAAATTTGCACAACGCTTTGGAAGTTTCTTTTTGCGGGCTTTGGTAACATAATGTTGCTCTTGAATAAAATCTTTGAATTTAGTACAAATAATTTGACCATCAGAATCTGAATAGTAAACCTTTTTGACTCTGAAGCCATAATCAAGAGCATCAGCCATACGCATTACACAAAGAATACATGGTCTAGATTGTGTCAAAGCATAAGATTCACAGGTGGAACTGCAAGTAAGCCTGATTACCAAAAGTGAAACATCAACAATCCTATTCTTGCGCAAAGTTTTGTTCCTGCAAAGCTTGTCAAGCGCAACTTCCTCAGCATGAGCTGATGAAAGATTATCTTTCTCGTGATTGATCCCGATCGCCAAATATTTTAAAACACGACGATTTACCCTCAGTGAACACGACAGAGACATGCCTGTAAGGGCCGGGGCTGATCTCATCGGATGCATCAGAATTGCACCTGTGATTGACAGCCGTGGTAATTAGATCATCTAGGTGGGACTGTGTGGAAAACGTCGTATTCGTTGAAGCCATTTTCGAGAAAAATTGCTGGTTTGTTTTGCAGAAAAACTGAAATACAAGTATATACTAAATAAGGTTTTACACAGATTTTAAGTACGCAATTTTTATTTGAAAATGGCAACAAGTAAACCTATTTTATCTGAAGCCTCACAGTCATCTGCCAGAAAAACCTATTACAAAAACAAGATCCGATATTTGAAAGCAATTTCATCAAAAGTGGACAATCCATTTGATAAATTTGATGATTTTTTTGATGAGATGGGATTGGAGAATTATGAAGAAGTATTTAATTCATATTTCCTTTATGATGGATCAAGACCTGGTTTTGCTATCCATAACAAAGAAAATCCAAGTATCATCATTGATAAAATTTCAAAGTACTTTGATTTTGATTATTACACAAGTCATCCTTATGTGTTGGTCACCACAAAAAATAGGTCATTGGGTTTTGATCCTACGGCTTACAACCAAGAGCAACTTGGTAAATTTTTGGGCTATCCCTGTCCAGGAGATATTATGAATAGGCGAAATTACAGTTTCGGCATTAATGTTCAAGATAAAAAGACCGATGCATTTTATGGATTAATTGGTATGATTTGTGGTCAGGCAGAAAGTGATGCAATGAAATTATTTGTGGCAAAAATTACTAAAACAATCGAAAAAATCAACGCCCATTCCAAACGTCATGACTTCGAAGTACAACCTTATGTAAAACGTATTATTAAACCAGATGAAATTTCTGCAGCAGTTTCAGATGGAAATCTAACGGATGAAATCAAAGCAGAAATACGTAATTTGGTATTCAATTACGATGTCGATAGATTATTTGATCCGTCAAGGAAGAAACTCTTGAAAACATTAGTCGCGGACATGCTTGAAGATCAAATTGAAAATGAAAAGCAACTGGGATTTAGTTAAGTATAAATCATAACTAATATTCAAATTGGTTATGATTTGAGTTAATTTATAAACAATTTCTAAATGGCGTCAAGTTCAAGAAAATCATATTACGAAAATAAAGTTCGTTACATAAAAGCCATGACTGCTGTTGTGTCTGATCCATTTGAAAGCTTTGATCAATTTTTTGAAGAGATGGGCCCCGAAAACGCAGAAGAAGTTTTTAATTCATACTTCCTTTATGATGGATCTAGGCCAGGATTTGCAATTACTCACAAGATTGATCCTCAGAACATTGTGAAGAAAATCTCGAAATATTTCAATTTTAGCTATTACAAAGTTGGACATTTTCTCTTGGTAACGACAAAAAATCGTTCTCTTAAATTTGACCCCAAAACTTATACAGACGAAGATATTGGTAAATTTTTAGGATATCCATGTGTAGCTGATTTTTCAACAAAAAGAGATTATGTTTTCTCGATTGGAGTTGTAGACAAACCCAATGATTGGGTTTCTGAGAACGCAAGTGAGCACAAACCCTATGATAGGGTTTCTGAGAACGCAAGTGAGCACAAACCCAATGATAGGGTTTCTGAGAGTGCCAACGAGCACAAACCCTATGATAAGGTTTATGAGAATGATAATCCAGCGGGTGTATATTACGAATTAATTGGTATGATATGCGGTCAACCAATTAACAATCCCATGGGATTATTCAAAGAAAAGATTTTCAAAACCATTGGCAAAATTAACCAACACACTAAACTTCACAAGTTTGATGCAAGAGCAAAATCAATTCCCATTCTCAAAACATCAGAGGTCGTTAAAGCAGTTAATGAAGGGAATCTAACATATGAAATTAAAGCCGAAGTAGCAAATTGGTTATTTAACTACGATCCCCAACGATTATTTGACCCATCTAGGCAGCAACTTTTGAAAGATTTGGTGGCAGATATGGCTGTTAGTATGGACGAAATAGAAGCTTCTACAATGAGCGGCAAATAATTTTTACACTTGATTAAGTACAAAAATTATTACATTACAGCTTTGTTTCATTTTTCATTGCAGATTCGCGGTACATCACCGCAAGGATCGCATTTATTTGAATCATGTCAGCATCAGGGTTATCGATCTTAACTTGGTCACGGTGTGCTCTGCAAAAATCAGTGTAGGGGTTTGGAGGCTTTGTTGACAATTTAGTATTAGTCTCGGCATCAGTTTTCGCAGATGCAGATTGTGCTGATTGTGCAGCAAGGAACTCGTAGTAAGCAGCAAGTTGATCTGTAACTTCATCCTCCGATGGGTTCACGATGCCAAACTTTGCAAACAGTTCGTCAAACAATTTGTTGAAATCGGCATTCAAGTGCTTAATTTCACGAACAACTGCATAAGACCACCAAATATAACCAGTTTTCTCAGCTTCAGACCAATGTTTTGGAGGATTAATTTGAATGTCTGACAGATTGTCATACTTATCAGCAAGTTTGATAAGTTTTGCTCCAAGCAAGGTGTGCGCATCTTTTACGTGCACGATTTGCAATTTCTTTCTGTCAATTTTGGAAAGCGTCTTATCGTCAGTGACTTGTCTTACCATTGTGGCTGTTTCTTCACCAAACATGGATTTAATTTCAGCAAGAACTGATTCAACAGTTTCGCCCTTAGCTTTTTTCACAGTATCTTCTGCGACATCGTGCATAACAGCAGCACACAAAGTTGGTCCATCAATTACACCACATTTGATGAGCATAGCAGCTACACGAAGCGGGTGTTCGATATATGGAGACTCTTTAGCGTTTTTGCGGCGCTGATCAGTATGGCGCTCTGCAGCATAAGATGCAGCCAATGTATACAAACTCAACGCTTGTATAGCTTGTGTGTCGGTGTTGTGGCTGCTAGGATTCGGAGCGGGTGCTTCGAATACTGGTGCGGAAGAAGAAAACATTTTGCAGGAAGTAATCGTCGAAAGCTACGCAATCTAGATTAACGGAGTGTGAACTAAAATGTAAACCTATTTTACTAAGTGCCAGTATATTTTAAGTTGCAATTTTTATTTTCTAAAACAAAACTGTTTCCAAACATTTTGGATTTAAAATCCAACAAGGATTAAACTTAACAGGTTTGTAACAAAATTCAATTTCGATTCCGTATCTATTAAATAATTGTAAATAAATAACATAAGGAATCCAAACATAACACAAATAAGTTGGAAACATTTTTGGATCAGCAAATGCTTGACAATCAACATTTTCATTACTTGTCAATGCCAAATATTTCAAATATTCTGGTAACAAACTAATTCCGTGATTTGTAATCAAATTATTTTTTGGCAAGTACAACAAAATTAAATTAGGTGGCAAATGAATCAGATCATCATCTTCAATAAAATTTTCATAAAGTTCCAACACAGTTAACCTTTTTGGTAATGCAACTAAGTCATACAAATTAAAAGCGTTTGCTAAAGTATGACCGTAACGATCTGCAACGTCTATGTACAAATAGTCTAATCTGGGTAAATCTAGCAGATTTAATTTTTTAAAAGGATCAGTTTGCCAATATAATAATTTCAAGCTTTGTAACTTTCTGGGTAATAATCTAATATCAAAGCCTATGCAATCCCAATCATAAAATTTTATGAATAGTTCCGTCAAATTAGGAAAAATTTGGTAAGCAAATAGCCAATTATCATGCAAACACAGCTTTGTAACATTTGCTGCTAATTTTGCATTCAGATCTCGATTGAAACATTGGAGTAATTTTTTGATATGATTTGTTGGTTTAGCTTGTGTTGTAGTTATTAGTTCAAGTGATTCAGAAATATCATCTTTATTATTTGTATCATCTTCATAATCAAAAAGATATTCATTTACTATTGTGCCAAAAATTTGATCTGGCAAATCTATTAGCAAATGTTTTTGATTGGATTCACTTTGACTAAATGAAGTTAAAACAACAACCGCATCATAACTACATGTACGCCAAGATGAATTCGAAGAATTAAGTCCATCTGTATTCATTTTACAAGGATTACTCCACCTATCACAAGGATTACTCCGCCTATAAACTCAAACGATAAAACCAGTTGCTAAGAAATTAGAACTATCAATTTTTATCCTTTACCAAAAGATAAAAATTTGTTACTTAAGTCATCGCATCGTACCCATCGAAGAACATCCAAGATTTGTATGTTTCGCGGGTGAAAGTAATTGGAATGTGTTCTTTGATAATGTCGGTATATTTTTCAACTTTGATTCTATCCATAGGTGAATCTTCATGAATTATTAAGCGACGTGTTTGGATTTTATTAGCGAATTTCTCAACAAATTTGGACATAAATTTCAAAAGTGAGTGATCCAACTTGTATTCACAATGAATTGTTCGCACGTTAAATAAATCTTGAAGAATTATTAAAATAGATTGTTTTGAACAAGGATAACTGTAAATAATTTCTGTGACTTTTGCGGGTAGAACAACTATGTAATCTTTCTTTGAAAGTTGTTTGGTTGCTGCACAGCAACCCATTATAGACAGTGTTTTCAAAGTTGAAATTTGGGAAATCATAGCTGGTTTTTCAATTAATACCATACACAAATTTAATGCGACGAGATGCAAATCTACAATTTTTGATATATCAATGATAGCATTAACCAGAGTAATAGATGTTAGGTTGGAATATGTTGCAGATCGTATTATTGGATCATAATATGAACCATTTGTTTTGAACCACAATTTTAAAGTTTGTATGTTTTGGCCATTTCTTTCTAAATTTTTGAAAAACAAATTGTTATACGCAATATCTAATTCTGCAGTTGATGCATAAATCAAAGTTTTTATTTTGGACAAACATGCAAAACACTCAACGGGTATTTTTGCTACACCATCCAAACACAAAGTTTCAAGTTTAACACAGGGAATGACATATTCAAAACAACTATTTGACATAAAATAAAATGATTTAAGCTTCTGCATCCCATTTAAAATAAGAGGTTGCTTTGATTTTACACATTTCGCTTTGATAGTCAATTTTTCCAAATTTGGTGCGAAGTCAAAACATGGATATTTTGTTATGTGCATTGACATAATTTTTAGGTTCGACAAAATAACATTAGATTCTAAGTGTGACCAACTAAATGATATGTCGATACGCAAACTTGAAAGTTTAGGTAAAAGAGCCAATCTATCTAAACAGTTATTGATTCTGCAAGCGTCATGCAATTCTAGTCGATACGCATTTGGCAAATTTGTAAAAAGACCAGCCCAAAACGCGTTATTATAAGTTACATCAAACGATGTACTTGCTGACACTATATCAATATATTTGAGTAAACAATGTGGAATTTTTTTGTCGTGAATATCCAACCGCAAGTTTCTTTTGTTCGATAAAACTTTGTGCAGTTTTACATTGAATATTTTGTTGCCAATTTTGAGAAGTTTTTCAATAGACTGAATGGAAAAGCGAGTTTCCATTTCAGTCTTTGGATTGGGTTCATGTAGGTAATCAATAAGGACAGTCAGAATATCCACGTCAAAAAGTGCAAACGAAGCCATTGTGAAACTTACATATGCATTTTAAAATACATATGTATTAATATCTGTGCATATCGGCAATTTTTATTTCACAAACTATTAGCGAAATAAAAATTAACCCCAAAACAGATGTTCATTAAGCGACTTTTTAGTGCAAACGACTTTAGTGTATGGTTTAAACTTTTCAAGATTAGATCTAAATGAATCACTATAACAATTGTAAGCAGTAACTTGCTTAATGTTGGTATTTTTTCTTTTCAAACATTTGAATACTTTATCATGGAATGGATAGTTTGATTCTTTCATAAATTCAATTGAGATGTATTTCAATTGAGGTAGTAGCTTAATGTCAACATCTATAGGATTTTTAGTGTGAGAATATGTAGAATATTTTAGTTCGGTTAAACTTGATGGAAAGACTTCAACTATGCTATCAGTTGGGCTTCGGAATCTGCAATATAAAATTCCAATAGATTCCAAAACAGGAAACTTTGAAATTGAGTCCAAATTCTCCACCCGAACATCAATCAAATTCAAAGTTTTTAAAGGTAAATGTGAAATTTGATTCAAATATAACATTGTTTCCGATAATGTTAAACATTCTAAATTAACGAATGTGAATAAATTTTTTGGAATATCTTCCCAAAAAGGTGGTGCACACATACTCAATGTTTTTAACGATTGTAAATTGGTCTCACAAAATGTACTATTATCAATTGCGATTTTTGATACATCAGATAAAACAGTTTCACAATAATTTGGGTGAATTTCGAAATGGCCTTTTGCTGAAAATGATTCAAGTTTACAATTTGCAATAATGGTAACGTGCGGAGGATAATCATACTCGTCCTCATAAACACCATCTTCATTGCGATTATCAACAAACATCAAGTGTTTCAAATGCGGCATTCTATCCAAAAAGTAAGTGGTTACGTCATCTTTCTGTTCAAGAACTTTAACTGTCAAATCCACTAAATTTGGAGCAAAATCAAATCTTGGCAGACATGTAATAACAACATATAATGTTGTCAAATTTGGCAGGATGATATCATTATTTGGTTTCATGAATTCGTCCAAATCACTATCAATATGCAGTTTTTGAAGTTTAGGCAAAAGGGCTAATTTTTGTAATTTGTCGCCAATATCTGATGAATTTATGATTTTGATATTCGATGTATTGGTCGCGGTCGAGAACAATTTGGCCCAAAAAATTTGAAAACATGTAATTTTCTTTGTATTTATCATAAGAGTTGATACATGCGAAAGAACATTTACCAACACTTTGGACTTGTGGTTAAATTTAAGTTTGAGATTTGTATTTTTTTGAGACAAAACTTTATTTAATTTGGACAAAAGAATTTTGTTTTGCACCAGGATTAAATTTTCCAGATCAACACAATCATTTTTGAGATATTTGACAATTATGCTCAAAATATCCGTGTCAAAAGAATGAAATGATGAGTTCATTGGGATTGAATTACCACAAGATTTGCTACTAAATTGAGCAGATATTTTGACAAGCAATTTTTATTTTTACAATTTCTTCGAATGTAAAAGATAAAAATTAGCAAGCTTTACTCAGGAATTCTGAATTTCAGAGAAAGCTCCGCTTTCGCCGAAATACATTATTCCTGAGAAATACAATTTCTCAGGAATTCTGAGACGACTTCCATGTATGTTGAAGCATCATCTGAATCATAAGACCTGCCTGCTAAATGACAGGCTTTAATGGAAATTGTCATTCTATCATTTCTCATGAGCGAAGCCATTTCTTGCATTTCGGCATTGAAAGTGGTGACCTGATTATGGTTTATGGTAAATTCGATAATTCGAAGATTTGGCAGAGACTGTGAATGCAAAGTAATCACATCAAAACATTGAGAAACATTTTCAGGATTGTCTGGACGGTAAATGCTAATCTTTTCGATAGATTCAAGATTTCCAAAGCCAACCAACTGTCTGTAGCCGACAAGTTCGTGAAAACCTATAACGTAAATTCCGGACCCGCGCAAAAATACTGCGCAACTTCTACAATAGCACGGAATATGCTCTTTGAATGTGTGGTGACATTTAAACGTATGCAAAACATTGAAACCATCTTTTTCCACATTAGTTTTTGACTCGATCCCTACAGAACTAGAAGTTCTTTCGGTGTCTCCATGATTTAACAATTCAAACATCCAATCATGAGATGATACAGTTTCAAAAATTCTCAACAAGTGTTTCGATTTCCAAATCAAAGCTCGAACAGCATCCATGTATACCCTTTCATCAGGGTGGATCATATCAAAATTTTTATAATTACCTTTCGACGCACTAAATCGTTCGAAATAATAGGTAACGTTGTTGTTATCAAAATATCCCAGACTTAAAACATTTCCAAGTATAACTCTGTTGAAAACGAGCCAAATGGGGAATTTCTTCAACAGATTTGGGAAAGGTCGTCGTTGACGGTTGTCCCAATATTGTGGTGAGTAGCACAAAAGTAGTTCACGATGAAATTCCTCATCCAAAGTCAAAGTTGTTCCATGGGATTTGATGCTGGCCTTGTATGATCTGTGCCAAGAACGGTCGCCGGTTTGCCATAAGCGCATTTGGTTTGCAAATGGCACATAGTCCAGAATTTTTGCAAGGACATCAGCACCCGTGTTTTTAGCAATAGGCGCTTCATCTAGCCATTGACGAAGAGGCGTGCGCTTTATGCCAAGCGATGTTTTCTTTGGTTTAGATGCTATACTGGCCCATGTTCCAGCAGCAGGTTTAGATGGGACAGCTGCAATTGGTTGACTTGGACGGTAGGCCATCAGTTATTTGGAGAGCAATGCTCTCTGAGTTCTTCGAACCGAGGATATTAGTCAATAGAATTAGGAATTTCTGTTATTTTATTTGTGCAATTTTTTTGCATAAATAAAGTTAAATTAATTAACTAACCTATCCAAAACATTTTTGATAGCTATTGCATATATATTCGGATCATTAGCAACAGCATTATAGTGTTCAGAACAATATCCTGTAATAACAATTTTTAGAATATTATTTTGCATTAGGTGTTCAAAGTTTTTCATACTATTATTGAATGTGGTTGGATATTTGTGAATAACTGCAAATTCAATTGATCGAAGATTTGGCAGAAGTCGAGCACCATTGGAACTTTTTTGCATTAATAATTCTATGCAATTGCACATAGAAAATGCCATAACAGATTCAACAATGCATATTTTGTTAACCATTTTGAAATTACTGTCAAGTGAATCATAATCCAAACTCAAGATTTTGTTTACACCTGCATAATAAGTCATGTATCCTGTTGGAACTTTTAGATCTGAAAAATTTACAAAATTTTCAATTTCACGCGAAAATATTCCACTACACAAACAGTAACAATTTGCATGCCGACATCTAAATTTATACAGCGCACTGAAACACTTTTTACCCGAATCATCTATTTTTGATAATAGGTTAAACATCCAATCACAAGAATTTTTTGTTTCAAAAACTTCTAATTTATCGCGTGATTTCCAAACTAAGTCTTGGAGTGTAGTTTTGTATTTTGCTTCACCCGGATAAGCATGATAATAACGAATAACAAATCCATTTTCTAATTCATAATCGATACTCACATGAGGTTCAATAACAATTTTCTTAAAATTAAACCAAACTGGAATTTTTGTCAACAAATCTGGTAAAGGTTTGTATGGTGAACATTTAGATAACATTTCAAGCTCGCGTTCTCTCTGATATTTTGCATATTCTTCGGGCCCAACAAATGCTTCAAATTCTAGTTCTAGGTCGGATTTAGGTTGTTCTTCATAGAGCTGCCGTGCTGATTTGTTACAAGAGATCAACTCTGTGTACAATGTTGTATCAAAGTCAAATGTAGTTCCATATTCTTGGACCCAATTTTTGTACAGCTTTTGCCAAGAACGGTCACCTGTTTGCCATAATAACATTTGATTCACAAATGGAACATATTCCAAAACATTTATCATGACATCTGAACACAAATATGCCATAGTATATGTAGGATCGACATCCATCTTAAAATTTGGCTGCATATGAAATACAATAAACAGTTCCCACCATTTTGTTTATGCAATTTTTTACATAAACAAAATATTAATAAACTATCTGTCCTTTTACAACACCAACGGTTTCAGAATCAAATTCGTCTTCATAATTAAACTTAAAAGAAATCTTATCTTGAGGAAGCTTTTTAAGAATCTTATCTAAGCTTTCATCTTGCTCGCAATACAATGTTACCTTGCAAAGATTAAATTGTTTATTTTTCAACAATTTGCCTAAACCTTTCAAAAAATTATCACCGTAAAAACATCCATAATAAATTTGTTGCACAGACCGTAAACCATTTGCACTTATCGTGACATCTCTAGAAATATCCAATGGGGTACATTCAATATCGTTGTAATTCCAAGGTTCAGAATAAATTAAAATTTTCAAATTGGGTGGCAATTTGAATATTGTCTTTGAGTCATTTTTGCCATCATCATTGTAAATATTAACCACAGCAAGTAATTCTAAGCTTTCAATTTTGGAAATCAATTTAATATTCTTAATTCCACCACCTAATCTCAATTGCACTAATGGTAATTGATATATGTTTTTACAATCGATATCTGTTTGTGAAAGTATGAGCGACGTCAAATTGGAAAAATGTTTCAAACATTGTGTTGCAGATTCTGCAAATAATCTCAAATACAAAGTTTTCATATGACCATTGTTAACAGACGCTAACCTTTCCATAAATTGGCGTTTTCCAATATTGCTCCACCCAGTTTCTCCATTAATTGATAAATTAGTTGTTTCACTAAAACAGAACATATAATTTGGATCTACTGTAAAACGGCACCATAATACAAATTTATCTAACTTAGCACAAGGTATGATTAAGCCTCTGCATCTCTCACGGCCAAATATTTTTAATATTTTCAGTTTTGGCATAGATTGGAAAACGTAGGTTGGTTCGAAAGTTTCGTCAGAAGAATGTTCAAACCATATTTTTAATTTTATCAAATTTGGCGCAAATCCAAAATATGGTAAATCTTTACATGTTTCAATATACATCGATTCAAGCGATGGTAATACAATATCAGAATTAATGTAGTCGCTTAACGGAAAACACATATCAATCATGAGCTTCTTTAGGTTTGATAGTGTTGCTAGATTTGCAAGACAATTTTCAACATAATGAGCACGAACAAAATCTAACTTTTCAATATGATGTAAGTGGACAAACATATGCTGATTGAATCGCGCATTATCACACGCATTGAAACAAATATATTTGCAATGTTTAATCATCAATGGAAAAAATTGTGATTTGGAAATAGACGTCGATAATTGTATTTGTTTTCTAAAAATTGTCGCCATTTTACTGCTCAAATTTTTATTCCCACACTGCAAAAGTCGTTCGATATGAATATCATTGTGCACACTTTCACCATCAGAATCAACTTCATTAAATAAAATGTGCAATATATTGCCTAAAATATTTGTATCAAAACGTATTAGCGATGCAGAAAACTTCATTTCTCTGATCTGCAAATCCAAATGCATTCAAAAAATTACACATTTTTCCACCCGCAATTTTTTTGGAAAAAACAAAATAATTTTTATTACCAGTGAGATATAATTAACAATCGCCAGATTATCGATTCTTTAGAATAAGACAATCGCAAATGTTGATCAAACATTATGATGGCTCAGCCTTAACTAGGTTTATTATGATATCATTCCACGAAGAAATTCATAATATTGAAGGTAAATGTGACCTAGCTTATGCAAATTCGGCTAACTTTGAAACTTATTTCAAGACAACCTACGGTGAGTTGCCATCAGCCATACTGTTTCTTTGGAACGTTGATCCAAAAATTGCCGCAAAAATCAAAGCAGAAATTCCATCTACAAAGATTGTTTTGTGGACAGATGATTTACATTGGTACAAAGAAGAAGCATATCAAGCCAATCTTCGTGATTTCAAATTAGCTGATGTTATTATTAGCCATTATGATTATTACAAGATGTTTTACAATTTGGACGTTTCATCAAAATTAATAAAAATGACACATTGTTGTGGAAGTCATTTTGAGCGAGACCAAATTAATTATGAATCAGAAAACAAACTTTATTTGTATGGATCTATTGCTCTGCCTCATTATCCACTCAGACAAGTTTTTTATGATCGAATAAAGAAAACCCATCCTGATTTGATCGAATACAAACCTCACCCTGGCTATGGAGCGCACAAGATCCCTGAATCCGTTGTCACATCGGATGCTCTTTATAAGTGTAGTTTTGCTTTCACATCAGGCGCGTTTCCTAAATTTTCTGTTGTGGAAAAGGCTGACACTCCATACTATCTAGTTGGTAAGTTTTTCGAAATTTGTGGATCAGGAGTTTTGCTATTGTGCAACAATTATGGTGTTGAATCGCAATTAGAAGCTATTGGCTTTGAAGCTGGTATTCATTATCTCAACATTAATACAGAAAATCATGATGAAGTTATGGCTTTCATATTGGCACCTGAAAACAAAGATAAAATTTTAAAAATAAGAGAAAATGGTTTCAATTTGGTCAAAAGCAAATTTGTACCAAAAGTTTGGGGCGCAACTGTCACCGAACAACTGAAAACTAGATTTAACATTTGCTAAATTTCAATCCATTAATAAAATTAGTGAGTTGAAATTAATTTGTTAGAGCTTTGCTTTGCTATTCCAATTATCTCAACGTTGCGCTCTTATAGCGCTCCATTTCGATGATTAGAATTAGAATAATAATTCCAATTATCTCAACGTCGCACGGTAGCACTCCGTTTCGATGATTAGAATTATTATTCTAATTATCTCAACGTTGCGCGATAGCGCTCCGTTTCGATGTGCCAAATTAAACTGGCTTGGCACCAAATTGCTAATTTGGATGATATTTTTCTGAGAACATTTTCATCTGTTGTCAAAGATTCATATTTTGTGCTAGCTGTGGAAATTTCGTCAAAATAGCAATTACACATTTCAACCATAGCCGCAATAGCTTGTTCTTGATCAACATGATGTTCATGCATGTAAGATAGAACAGCATTGAAATTGTCACCACGCTCAATATCCCGTTTTATTGACAAAATATCATTCACAATTGCAACATTAAAATTCGCTGCATAACGAATTTTTTTACCGAGATCACTTTCCAATAATTGCATATAAGGTTCAAAATCAGTTTCATCTAAGAAACATAATGGCCAAACAACTTCACAGCCACCATCAAGTCTTCTGATATCAAAATATTCAACCAATGTTAATGGATTTTTTGGATCCAAATTCAAATGTTGCACGACACCATCAATATATTCTGCAAATTGATGCTTCGTAAAAGCTTGCAGGGTCGCATTTTCAATTTGATTAAAAATTTCTCGCAGTAAACTAATAATCGGATTAATTTCAACTTCCATATTTGTGCAAACATTTTTACATGCAGTCAACAAATCAAGTTTTTGTTGTAAAGGTTTAGGATTTGCAACTTTGACAATATCTTCGTCAACATAATCGTCGATTAACCATAAAATAATAGCAACATAGTTGGCTACCATTAGATGGGTAGCTGAATGGTAAGGATATGTTACTCCAGCAAGATTACTTAGATGATCATTGAATTTCAAACCAAAAGTTGTGACAAATTGTCGTGTTTGGCTCTTGATATCAGATAGGTGAACATTTTTATCATAGGATTTAGGTGCAAAAGTGAAACCGTACTTTTTGGCCACCGTAACTGACAATTCAAATGATTCCATTTATTGAGGATCGTCGAAGAGTCGCTTATAGAAACGTCAGATTATCAGATTATCGCTGAACGTATCTAAATTTTGTTTAACATGGTGGAATTCAAGCCATAAACGTTGTCAATTTTTAATTCACCTGAAGGCAGCCATAAAACCTGATCATTAAATAAAATGTATGACATCGTTTGCATTGGAACCGGAGCGACAGGAATTTATTTTGGCTATAAAGCCGTTAAAGCAAATGTTGACCAAAAAATTTTGTTCATAAGCCAAGATTCACAAATTGGAGGCAAAATACATTCATGGCATGATCACTCAAATTCAAAACTTCCATACAAAGTGGAAACATGTGCCATGCGCTTTTATAAAAATCAACCACTAATTCAAGCTGCAGCAACAGACTTGGGAGTTGAAATAACGGAAATACCAGATAAAAATTTACCAATAGTTACGCCAACTCACCCAGAAATTGAATTTGAACTCAAATCAGCCTACCCACCTGGCAAGCTTTATTATGATCAAAATTTACAAACAGCAATAACACTATCATCTGGAGTAGACAATGTGTTACAAAATGCTTTGGATACAGGTTATTATTATTTGTTAGAATCAATGTCACTTGAATCTTTTTGCACAGAATTTGTATTAAGTGGTTTGACTGAACTTAGATTCAAAAATGGTTTCCAACATTTTATCGAATCGCTGGCCAAGATTGTTGCTTCAAAATATCAAATCAAATTAAATTACAAAGTTAATACCATAGATTACGATCCCATAACGAAAATTTACACAATAAATAAGAACTTGCAAACTCGGAAGATTGTTTACACAGGAACCCTAAATTCATACATTGACCTTACGACATCTGTCCAAGAAATTGTTGCCAGAAGACATCTGACATTAAATTTAGCTGTGCCTTGCCCAAGTGTGAAATTTTACATGTGGTTTGATAAACCATTTTGGCCATCAACTGCTTTATGGAAATATACTGGACATGAGCTTTTGAACCAATTTATTTACTATTCAGAAAATATTTGCGAAGTTTATGTACTCGGTCGCACAGCGGATACATTATTGGCCATGTTAGATCCAAATATCAGAGATAAATTTTCGGATGAATACAAAACATTATCTTGGCAAGAGCCCACTATTTTTGACCAACTTTTAACTTATGTCAAAAGTCAGATTCCATCGATTCTGTCAACAGCTTTGCCGCAATATCGTATTGATAAGCCAACTGATGTTCAATTAAATTCTATTTCCAAAGTAATGTTCCAGTACAGACGTCAGGCCTTAGCTACAGCAAAACCTCTGAATGTTAATACTTTAGAAGCAGTTGATGCAATATATCGCAATATTCAAATTGGAAAGCAAAACTTTTATTATGTAAGTGGAGATGTGAGCAAATGTGGTGGTGGTTGGGTTGAGCGGTGTTTTGAAGTTGTCGAATCGGTCTTTGATGAAATTATTTCTTTAGAATCGCAACAAAACTGTGTAAAATTCAAACATTTTTGATAGACAAATAATTTTTTGGTTAGGATTTAATCAAAAAATTATTCAACTTCTTCCAGAGGTTGATCATCTGAATCACTTTCTACAATATCACGTTCATACAAACCAATATCTTCCATCATCATTGACATAATAAGTTGTGCAGTTGCAGGATCGGTATCGATATCCATCTGATTTTGTTGTGTAGGTGCAGTTTGTTGTGTAGGTACTCTTTGCACAACAAAGTCTGGTGATATGGGTATTTCCCGGTAAATATATTGTTGGGGTTGTCTGTTGATATTTTGCGGAATTATTAAATTCGCAAAGTTTGGCATTGGCACTGGCGCAGGACCTTGCTGATGCAACAATGCTTCTATGATATCAGCAAATCCACCAATATTATTAATAATACCTTGCGCTATTTGTTGATCAACTTCAAATATTTCGCCATCTGCATTGGGTGCAGTATCATTTGAAATTCCTTCTTCGGAAATTACACAATCACCGCCACACAAATAAGATGCGAGTGCACTAAGTGTCTCATCTGAATCGAATACATTAACGCAAAGATCCATTGCCAAAAAACAAGTTTTAATAACACAAGCTGCAGTATTTTTACTTTGATCTTCAGGAATAAGTTTAATTGTAAACCATGAATTCAAATTGCTTGAACTAGTAAGCGTAAAGATAAATGTTTGCATTTGTTCCTTGTTGAGTGATGCCACCATACGATCCCATTTTCTTTTAATTTCTCCAGTCTCACGATCTGTGTTATTAACAAAATGAAACCATGAGCAAATTGCTTCTGGATTTAGATCATAGGGACCTGATAAATCATCATCAATTTTTGCTAGAGAATTGCCACTCAGATTTGTATACAGAGATAAGCAGGTTGCGATGTTCTTGTAAACATCTAAAACATCTTTTGATTCAAAAATTAATTTTGATCTGTAGAATTCGTCATGTGAGGCATATTCAATATCACACTCGGCAAATTGACTAACATCTAAGCCGGATGCCATTTTGTATTCAAAAGGGAAAGTACGTTTCATGTGTTCGGCCAATTCTTCTGATGAGAGTGTTTTTCCTGAAATAAATTCAAGCAAACTTAACGGCAAATGCCACGGAATTACAAAAGAAGCTCTATTTGCCTGAACCAATAGATTTGCAATTACGAATCCACATTGCGGATCAGACCAAAATTCGTGTTCACTATTGAGTGTTATGGTGTGAATATCTTGCATTTTGAATATGCTACTGCTCATCTCTGCAAACAGTACTTTTAGAACAGATCTCGTTGCACCTTGACCATAGGAAATATTTTTGCCATCATAGTGGGTTTGGAATTCAAATTGTGTGTTCAACGGATTCTTTTTTATGGTATTCGCAACAATTTTGAAGTTATCCTTGTTAAAATTAAAGGCAAAATGTGCCATTGTTTTTGAGGTTCAACAACTACTATTGATAACTTTATAAAATAATTGCAGATAATTTTTAGTTGCAATTTTATTTTAAAATACCATCAAAATCACATGGTCTCACAAACATAAACACGTAACATAGATTCGACAAATTTCAGATCCGAATCTGAAATATTATACTTGGTTCTGAACAGATACAAATTAATTGTTGGTGATTCGTGTTGACCAATCCATTTGTGCCAAATATCGGGATCGCATCTAAGTGTTTCGACAAAATGTCGTATCACAACTATTTTGTCTTCATCACCTGTTTTGGAGAAATCTTCGACAGTGAAATAATCATGTGTCGAAGACAAAATCAAGTCAAGTGCGTCATTGTTAAATTCGTGGCTGATTTTAACACGACACAAACCAAAAATAATTTCGTAACAGACGTTCGGAGCACATACAACTGCTACTAAAATTTCGTTCGCGTTGTCAATAACATATTGAAATCCAAATACTTTGTTTAATAATTCAAAACTATTACATGCAACAACTTTATCAAACATGCGGTCTTTATCAAGAAGACCAGATATTGCAACCCATTTAGTTGTTGAATATGCTGATACGCTAAGCGCCAAATCAAATATTTTAGCATAATCTAAATCGGCAATTGTGTCAAGCCAATCCAAAACAGAACCCAAATTATGGTCTTCTGTTGTTATAATATTATTAATAATTATGTCATAGTGTTCACCTAGATCAAATCCACTGTGAAGCATTTGCTCTAAGATTTTTAGATTGGATTGCGTGCACTCGTTAATAAATTTGATGATATCATCTTTATTTTCCATTTTTGGCTGAGTAATTCAATTAAAATATTAATGGCAGGTTTTTTAAATGCAATTTTTCATTTGATTTACCATTAATAATCCAATACAACGTTTTCCACATAAGCCATATCTTCAGAGTCAATATTGTATTTGCGTTTCAGCATATATAACCAAACTCGTTCTGATTTATGTTTGTTAATCCACTTGTACCAAATATCGGTGTCGCAATTTAGATCTTTGATGAAAATTTTAACCATATCAACCTTATCATCATCATTAGTCTCTCTAAATTCATCAAAAGTCCAATGATCATGTGTGAATTGTAAATACATTGCCATTGTGTCGTTCCTAAATTCTTGTGACATTATTTTACATAAACCTGCAACTATGGCAGGATAAAAGTTTTGCACAATAGACATTTCTAAAATGGTATTAGCATTATGGAAAAGAAATTCACGCCCAATGATACCACACATAAGATCAAACTCATTTTTGTATCTGGATAACAATTTTGTTATTCTCTTTGGTTTCATGGTTTCTTGAAAATAGAACATGACCCATTTAACCGTAGAATGAGCTGATACTTTTAATGCCAAGTCAAATATGTAATTATAATCCAAATCTGCAACAGTATCCAACCAATTTAACACATTGTCCAATGGAATATTTGCCTCAACAATAATTCGATCCAAGACTTGATCAATGTGTTTACTTAGGTCAAAACCTTGTAATACGTGCTGTTCTAAATTGGCCAGATTAGATCGTGTAGCATCAAAAACAAAACTTTCAAATTGATCTGCCATTTTGCAATGTGTTTTTACTTGAGTTGTTTTTTAAATGGACAATTTTAACGTGCAATTTTTAAGAGATTTTAAAAATTGCAATCATAATTTCATTTGTGTTCGCAATTTTCCAAAAATTGCAATCATAATTTCATTTGTACTCAAGTGAGTATGTAAATTATTCTATCACTGGTAAAATGTCTGATCATTTCCCTGATGAATTAATTGGAGTTGTGCCACTGTGTCATATGCCGACTATACGAATTCTTTTAGATGGTGGAGCAGATTTGCGTATTTTTAATTTTAATTGTAAAAAATCATGGCAAAGTTATGATTTGATTGTGGAAATTTTGAATTTGGGGTTGAAACTCGATTTGTCCCCAACCAATATTTTAACTAACATATTAAAATGTCATGCAAAGAAAAATCCTGATTTGATCATTGATTTCATGAATTTATTGATAGATAACAACATAATTGACCCTACGGATAGAAAAATATGCACGACACTTTACTGCACTTACATGGAATATGGTAGACCACACAAACCAGTCATGGAATTTATGATAGAAAATTTCAAAATCAGATGGAATCGTGATCATTTATCATACACAACTTTTGCAAATGATCCGATACTTTTTGACATTGCTCATAAAAAATCAGGTTTGTCTGATACTGTAGCTCTGTTAGCAATTTGTGATACTTTGTATAACGGTCATGATATGTATATTGATTTTGTTGACTTTTTATCAAATTTCAATTTTAATGTGGATTCAGTGGTATTTTGCAAATATATGAACGATGCAATATTTAGTATTAGAACACATGAATTTAGATATTTGGTTTCGATAGGAGTTGATTTTGCAAGTAATCAGTCTAAGGTACTCAAGAATTTACGATGGTGCATGCCACCTAGACACTCAATTTTAACCATACTTCAAGATGCCGGTTTAGATTTTGCTTCTGATGAAGAATATTTCATTAAACGTATTTGTTTAGAACCAATCAGAAGAGCGAGTCGAATTAGATGGTTGAGAGAAAATGGATATGCTGAGATCGTAGCTAAGTATACTGATGTTTCTACCGAGAATGTGGAATTTTCAGAAAGTGACGCAGGTGCTGAAAATGGAGAATATGAAAGCGATGTTGACGATGAAGATGAAAGTAATGTGAGTGCCGAATATGAAAGTGAATAATTAATAATAGAATTATTATCAATTGTTGACAAAAATTGCATTCATCATCTCATTTGAATCGATATTTTAAACAAAATTAGACCACAAACCAGATTAAAGCATGTCAGACGACTTCCCTCGACAACTTATTGGTGTTGTGCCATTATGTCACTTGCCAACAATTAAAGCTATGCTAAATGCTGGTGTGGACCCACGAATTTTTGATTTTACTGGCGAAAAATCGTGGGGAAATTATGACCTAATTGTGGAGATTTTGGATTTGGGTGTAAAAATTGATACCCAAAAAAATTTTTTGTCCAAAGCATTTCGCAATATAGTGGCATCCCATGCAAGAACAAAACCAGATTTGGTATTAGATTTCATAAAATTGTTCATAGAACGCAATATAATTGATGTTAAAGATAAAAAAGTATGTTCAGCACTTTACACCTTCTACATGGAGGATGGTCGGCCTTCTAAGTCTGTTGTAGAATTTATGATCGAAAATTTCGAAATTGCATGGAATTACTCTTTGCTATCATACCTAGCTACTTCAAACGATCCTGTATTGTTTGATGTTGCTCACAAAAAATCAGGTTTATCTGATACCATGGCATTATTGGGAATTTGTCAAACAATATACACATACAAATATGTGCGAATTGATTTTGTAGAATTTTTATCAAATTTCAGTTTCAACATAAATTCAGCAAAATTCTGCAAATACATCGGAAGTGAAATATTCCACATTGATGAAAAAAATTTTAGAGCAATAATTTCGCAAGGAGTTGATTTCGCAAGCCAACAAGCAGTTGTATTAAAAAGGTTAACGAAAACTTTTTTCAAACTTCCAATTTTAGTTATTTTACAAGAAATTGGATTAGATTTTGCAGCCGAAGATGAAATATTTATCAAACACGTTAAAAACCGAGCCAACAATGCACACAGATTAAATGTAATTAAATGGTTACGTGAAAACGGATACAGAGAAAATATTGATAAGTACACCAATGAAGAAACTGATGGTATTGAATATGCAACTGAACATGAAGAAAGCGATGAAGATGAAATAGAGGATGAAGTGTAAATGCAAAGTAATTATTGGATATCAATCCAACAATTAATTTACAGGATTGCATTACAACATTCCTTAATCTCATCATCAATTATGTTGCGTTTGTTTGCAAAATCGAGCAATTTTTGAGCATATTTTTTACTTGCAGATCTTGCAACAAAATCTAAAACATAAGCTTTAAGATATGGCAAACAATTTTGTGCACCATAAAGAGCATGTCCATAGGCTTTAATTGTTTGTTCGAAACTTGGGTTTAGTTCTAATAGGTATTCAACAATATGTTCTTTTCCAAAAAATGCAGCTTCGGCTAAAATGTTTCTTGCTGAAGCTTTCATTGATGCTCCTTTCGAAACTAAATACTTGCAAATTTCAATATCACTTTTTGCTGCGGCCATTTCCAGAGACGCATTGCTAGGCAATGTGGCAACATCAATACCTAAACCAGACAAATATTTAACAAATTCCAACTTATTATTGCGAACTGCATTGAGAGTCGTATTTATGGCGAACTTTTTGTAATCTAAATTGTGATTATCAATAAAATAGTTTGCTATTTCAATTGAACCAGATTCTCCACAATGTTCAAATATCCTTGGTTTAATTGATTTTTGTTCAACTAATCCTAATTTCAGAACCGCTTTTACCATCGATAAGTTACCACTCATAATAGCACAATACAAATTGTATTCCAAAGATTTTATTTTGTCAACATTTGATAACATTTTTACCAAGAAATCAACATTACCCGATTTTATGCAAGTCGTTAATAAGTGTTGAACATGTGCACATTTGTGACCAGTAATATCATTCAAATAATTTATGATATTATCATGTGCACCTAAAATAGCTGCCTCATAACAACGTTCAATTGAATTATTTTCAAAGTTAGGCAAATATCCTACATTAACAAAATAATCTAAAATATCAATTTTGCCAAGATAGCATGCATAACTTATAAGATCATACACATCGTCATTCAAAGCTTCTGATCCATGACAAAGAGCATATTCTAAAAAATTTAAATTAGATTTTTCAACAGCATACATCAGAACATACTTGTTATGAATTCCCTTGCCACCAAACTTGCGCCCAAAATCCGGGATAAATATTAATGACATGCCAAAAAATGTTTCTAATTTTTGGTATCTGGATTCGATTTTTGGTATTTCGTTCCAGGCCTTTTTTTGAAAAGCATTAATTGAATTCAAATCAAATAATTTCAGTTTCGACATTTGTATTCAAAAAAATTGCACAAATGATCGTCACAACAGATATCGAAAGAATTTATTTCGTATGTATTGAGTTACTACAAGTCCGTTAATATTATATTTGGTCAGTTTCAACGACAATGACTAACGAACTTCCTTGGAATTTTCATGGAACTGTTCCACTTAACCACAGACCAACAGTTATGGCAATATTGAATTCTGGTGTAAGCGTGCAGATTTTTAAATTTGATCATAATGCTTGGAATGACTATGATTTGGTTCAAGAAATATTTTCGCTTGGATACAAATTTAAGTCTTTTATTACACTGTTACCTGATTTATTCGGTGCAATGAACGGAGAAATGTGTTGCAAATATTTAGATTTGTTTATCGAATACGGGTATTTACAACCTACAGACAAACAGATAAATTTGGAAATTTTAGGGTACTATTTAAAATATTCTTTTGTTGAAAATGATGTTCTTGAATACATGTTTTCAAATCTGGAGATAAATTATGGCGAACAAATGCTTTCAAAGTTGAACGAAAGATCGTTTGGATTGTGTATGAGAGTATTTAAATTCATAAAAGAATTTTGTAAATCCGTGTCTGATACAGAAATTTTTTTGGGAATATGTAATGTTTTGCGTAACAAACAAATTAAAATTAATGGATATCTTGATACTATGGAACAATTACATCTGAGTGTAGATTCTGATATTTGCTTCGAAAAAGGATTTTTGATAAATCAAACATTTATTGACATGGACTTATTTAATTTCTTTTGCAAAGTCGGTATTGATTTTACAGCCAACCAAAGAAAGTGTTTAGAATTTATCTTAATGTACAGCATAAAACTTGACATTGAAATTATGGCAGCATTGGGAAACATGGGATTTGATTTTTCGATTGATGATGATTATTTTATCAGATACGTTTGCAGGTCTGTTGGATATTACATGTCCACAATTGATTGGTTGGAGAAAAATGGATACAGTGAAAATGTTGCCAAATATTATGTCTGCGAAAAATAAAGAATCAAATTTAAATTTAATTTTTTATTTTAACAAAAATTGCATATGGAACCACCATATTGGATGAGCTCAAAATAAGTTATTAGACAATCTTCACAAAATGTCTGATCTTCCTTCTAATTTTTGCGGAATTATTCCGCTGAATCACGAACCGACAGTTAGAATAATGTTAAATGCTGGAGTTAACTTACAAATGTTCAAGTTTGATTGTCATGCAGCATGGGGAAATTATGATTTGGTGCGGGAGATTTTCGATCTTGGATACAAATTTAACAGGATATACTTTCTTGAATCGCTATCAAAAATGTTTCGCATAGCAAATGCAGAAATGTGTTGTAAATATTTAGATCTATTCATAGAGTACAACATTTTTGATCCAAGTGACAAAGAGCAAACATCAGATATCGTCTCATGTTACCTGAAATATATGACTGGTTCTTTTGTTTCGAATAAAGTTATGGAATATATGGTTATTAATTTTAAAGTTGATTACAATGTAAAATTTTTTTCGCTGTTGCTTGTGGATTATAATTTGTTCATTAATACTATTGAGTTGATAAAACAACTTTCTTATGTTTCTGATACGGAAATATTTTGTGGTATGAATTACGCTTTACGCACAAGAAAAATAGGAATTCAAACATTTATTGATATTGCTTCGGAAATAATTTCACAGGTTGATTCAGAAATTTTTTTCAAAAATGAAAATTTATTTGTGAGGACATTTAATAACATAGATTTGTTCAAACTTTATTGCAAGGTTGGCATTGATTTTGTATCCAATCATAAAAAATGTTTTGATTTGATGTTAAGTGAAAGCATTAGACCCGATGCAGAGATTATGACCGCACTTGCGAATATGGGATTCGATTTTGCAGCAGACGATAATCGTTTTATTCGCAAAATTTGCAGTGATAGTAGATATTTTTCTACCACAGTGTATTGGCTTAATGAAAATGGATACGATGAAATTTTGGATAAATATTGCCCTTAAAACTATGGTCAGTTATTAAATTGATCATAATTTTCAGTCGCCATTTAGGCCTCAGGAATACTGTTATAGCAAACGCGCTTGGTTGTCTCGACAGGTTTGCTAGGTGCAGGAGCTACTCTGCGAGGAACCTCAGTTGCTCTTTGAGGAAGCTCCCAACCGGCGATCGCCATGTTGAAATCCAAAAAGTTTGCTCTCAATGGAACCTTGCCAAAAGCAGATTTTGGCACGGTGATGGTCTTGGTTTCGACCTTCTTGGTCCAGGTTGTGCACTGAACTTGGATGGTGGCGCCATCTGGTGTTCTGGTAATGCTCTGAGTTTGTTGTTGGGCTTTCTTGAAGGTAACGTCGGCGTTGACATTCACCTTAACCGTCGACTGAGCGAGTGGAGCAAACAGCTGTGTCAAAGTCTCGGGTACAACCAGCGGTTCAACAACCACTCTAGGTTGAGGAAACAAAGCCTGTTCAAAGTTAATAGTGCCAACAGCAGCCATTTCTGAGGTTTTATAGAGTTCACAAAGTGAGAATACTATTGATTTTTATAGTGAACACTCCAGTAAGTTTATTTATGCAATTTTTTAAAAATTGCACTGATTAATGCATTGCAATGATCCCGATTGACTAAGATTACTGATTTAGTGGTAACCCAATCCCTTCCAGTGGCTATTCAAAATCGTCTGCAATGTATTCTCGAGATGATTGGAAATCAGTTATGGAATATAATTCAATAGAGGATATGATAATAGCTGAACAAGATGAACGAAATGCTAAATTGCTATTGGCAATCGAAGTCGATAGAATGGATATTTTTGAATATTATTTGGGCTCGGGTGCAGATCCCAGACATGATTCAGATAAAGCTCTGGTGGAAGCTGTCAAACACGAAAATTTTGATTTTGTTGAAAGATTATTGAAATTAGAATGCGATCCAAGGTCAAATAATAATGAAGCTTTTTTAGAAGCAGTACGCCAAAATGATATCCAACTTATAAAGAAGTTTATCGCACTGGGTTGTGATCCTAGAGCTCGCGATCATGAGGCTTTGTTTGTCAAAACTTTTACACATTATGACACCAGAGTTCTTAAACTTTTGATAAATGTTGGTTGTGACCCAAGAGCGCGTGATAATGCATTGCTGCGTTATGCGATTGAAAAGTCTGATGTTAAATTTGTAGAATATTTATTTTCCATCGGATGCGAACTATCATTCAAGGACGAACAAAAATTTGAATCGTCAGTAAAACGGCTGTTGTTGCGCAGTTATGGTTTCGAAATTATAAACTTAATAATGAAGTTCGGATACAATCTAACATATGCTACACTTGCATATGCAAGAATTGCAGCAATAGATCTTGCATATGCAAGAATTGCAGCAATAGATCCTACACAACAGAGAAATCTTTTTAATTGTATGATCAAACGAGAACAAATAAAATATATGATATTCGAATTTGGTTGTGACAATGAATACAATCGTATTGTTCATGGAAAGCAGCATTTTCTCAGCATTCCTATTGAGCACATAGTTGTTTCAAAATTTTATTCAAATGTTGCAATGAAAGGAAAAATAATTGCAAAGAATTTGTGTGCGAAGAATAACCTTCTCAAAAATATTCTTAGACCAAGGACATTACATATGCAGATGATTTTGATTATGTGAAATAGATAAACTTGTTCAAAATTTTTTCTGGTAAATGTTATCTAATTATGTATCATCAAAAATAATACATAATTAAATATTGTTAAAAAATTGCATCATTTATTACATTATCGTTACTATTTAATAATTTGTTATTGCCTCTTAAAATGTATTCAAGCAATGAATGGGAGCATTATATCAAATACGATTCTTTTGAAGATATTCTCGAACATGAACAAAGTGAAAGAAATGCAAGGATGTTGCTAGCAATAGAACATGATAGGATGGACCTTTTTGAATACTATCTAAAATCGGGTGCTAATCCCAGACATAATGAAGATGAAGCTTTGTTAATAGCTGTTGCAAATGACAGATCTGGCTTTGTGGAAATGTTACTAGATTTAGGTTGTGACCCTAAATCACGAAATAATGATCCATTTTTCGAAGCTGTGCGTCAAAATGATATACAGCTTATGAAAAGGTTTGCAGAGCTGGGTTGTGATCCTAGAGCTTTCAACGATAGAGCATTACACGTAAAATATTTTGACCATCGTCAAATCAAAACTATTAAATTCTTGTTGGATGCAGGATGCGATCCAACAAGTCGTAATAATGAAATGCTTTACACCGCGATCAAAAATTATGATATTAAAATGGCAAAATATTTGTATTCTCTAGGATGCGAGCTAACTTTTGCAACCACACAAAAATTTAGTGAGTTAGTCGAGCAATATCTATCACGCAGTTCTGGTTCTGAAATGATGAATCTTATTATGGATTTTGGGTACATACTTACACACAATATACTTCTACCAGCGCTCATGAAATTGGAATATCATAGATCCGTGTTCAATCATATGGTAAAACGCGAACAAATAAAATTCATGGTTTTAATATTTAATCGCGAAAACCATTTTGCATGCTTAGTTTACAGGAAAAAAGATTTTAGTAGTATCCCAATAGATTCAGTTACAATTCCCAAGCTTTACTCAGAATTGTCATTGAAAACAAAAATTCTCGTTAATAAATCTTTTGGTAAAAATAATCTTCTTAAAAAAATCCTGAAACCAAAATCTCTGCGAATGCAGATGATTTTGATTGAATGATGAACTTGTTTGGAAATTCAACCAAAATCTCTACAGATGCAGATGATTTTGATTGTGTGAAACAGAGTAATTTGTTTCGTGGGACAATATTTTTGATCAAAATATTTTGATTAAAAATAACTACTTTTTACTAGATCTCTTGCTGGATTTTTTTGCAGAAGATTTTCTTCCACTGCTGCTACTTTTTGATCCGGTTGATTTTTTACCAGCGGAAGGTAACCTTTGCAAATAATTATGGATTTGTTCTTTGACCATATCATCTGTCAAAACGTTGACTAAGTTATCTGGATCAACTGATTTAATTCCAACATTGTAAGAGTTCTTTCCTTGTGTAACTTTGAGATACATGCCATGCGGTCCTTTTATGAGTGTCGCATTGTAAGTTTTGCCATCTAACTTTATGGTGAAAGTTTTCAAATTGGAAGCTTGTTTAGCATTAATCGCTTCAATGGCTTGCTCTAAAGTTGGTTCGTTATCATTTTCAGTTTTAATATTGTAAGATTGATCATCATACTTAACGTAAAAACCGAATTTACCTTTGTAGAGGTCGACATTCTTGCCTTTATGCTTACCTAGCAAAATAGGATATTTTACTTTGTTAAAAAGTGAAATTGCTTCTTCTAAAGTAATAGTTTCCATTTTTAGTGGTGGAAGAATTTTTGCGGTCATGATTTTATCACCGACAGTCTTTTTGACAAAAGGTCCAAAACGACCTTTGCTCATGTAAATCTCATTACCATCTTCGTCTGTGCCTAATAAAGTGGCATTTTGAGACTGTGGCTTTTGATCGCGCATGGCATCAACTCTTGATTTCAAAACTTTGTAATAAGATCCTACAACACTTTGCCAACCAGTCCTACCATTTGCAACATCGTCCAATTTCTGTTCCATATCAGCAGTAAATTTGTAATCCATGATTTCTGGAAAATGTTCAACAAGGAAATCTGTCACACTAAAACCTAAATTAGTTGCTTTGAGTCTTTTGGCTTCTTTTCCAACAAAAATTGTTCCCTGGGTATGATCAATACGCTTATCTTTTACGCTGGAGGGATCAATTGAATAAACATTGGATTCTTTTTTCACTCCAGGAATATCTGTTAATTCAACATAACCTTTATCGATAATTGTTGAAATAAGTGCAGCTAGAGTTGCTGGTCTGCCAATTTTCAGTTTTTCCAATTGACCAATAAGTGAAGATTCAGTGTAGTGTCCAACCGGTCTAGCATAATCTTGAGTCGCAATGATGCTTTGCATTTGGATCTGTGAACCCGCTTTGGGTATGGGTCCTTTGTAACCTTTAATTGTTTCCGGTGTATCGTCTTTTTTATCATCAGAATCTTCTATGTAAACTTGCATAAAACCTGCATAAACAATCCGTTCAACTGTGCTTTGAAAGAAATAAAAATTGGGGTTGGGATTTTTTACATAGAATTCGATTGTGATTTGAATTGTTGTCAAACTTAGTTTAGCCGGTTTCATTTGAGAAGCCAGCGTTCTCTTGGAAATGAGTGAATACAATTTAATCTGCTGAGCATCGTCAACTTTACCTTCAACTGATAATAGAGTTGGATCTGTTGGTCTAACGGCTTCATGAGCTTCTTGAGCATTCTCATTTTTATTTTTGTACTGAGTGTATTTGTAATGCTCATTACCAAAGTTATCATCAATTGCTTTTTTAATTAGAGAATGACCTTCTTCAGAAATTTCCACCGAATCAGTTCTCATATACGTAATAAAACCAGCTTCATACAAACTTTGTGCAACTCTCATTGTTTGTGTGGGTCTCATTCCAAATTTTCTACTGGCCTCTTGTTGTAAACTGGATGTAATAAAAGGTGGAGCTGGAGATCTGGTTGCAGGTTTTTCATCTACACTGTGAACGTTAAATGTTGACTTCATACAATTCTTCAGGAACGTGGTCACATTAGCATCGGATTCTTTACCTTTGGCTAAGGGAATTGCTGCAGTTTCACCTTTAATTATCTTCGCATTTGTGCCTTCATATAATGTGCAAACAATAGGTTCAGTAGCATTACCAAATGAACCCTTTACTTTGTAAAAACTACTATCGGCTTTTTCAAAAAATTCTTGGATTTCACGTTCTCTGTCAACAATAAGTCTTGTGGTGGGCGATTGCACGCGACCTGCACTTAGTGCTCCACCTAAACTTCGCATTAGAACAGGAGAAATCAAGTAGCCATACAACCTATCCAAAATACGTCTTGCTTTTTGAGCATCAGCAAGGTCTTTGTTAATTGGACCCGCTGCCTTAATCGCATCTAAAACAGCTTTTTTAGTTATGGATGAAAATAATACTCTCAGATATTTTTTGGGTTTTAGTATGTCGATGAGGCTCTGAGCAATACCTTCACCTTCTCTGTCCAAATCAGTCGCAATGTAAAGTTCATTTGCTTTGGACATCAAAGATTTAAGTTGTTGCACCTCTTTTGGTTTTGTTATGATATATTGTGGTTTGAAACCATTGTCGATTTCAATTGCCAATTTATTTTTGGGATCAGTTGGGGTTTGGCCTTTACCTGGCAAATCTCTTATGATACCTTTTGTAAATCCGACCTGATATCCCTTACCTAAAATTTTTCCAATAGTTTCAATCTTACCAGGAGATTCGACAACAATTAAGATCATTTTACAATCTGTGATAATGTAAGCTTGCTTTCACTTATATTATGCCAATTTTGTTTTGCAATTTTATAAAAAATTGCAAAGCAAAAACACCAAATATCAATTTTGATGCAAGGAGAGTTACACTTAGTTAATCTAGATTGCGAAGCTATCGACGATTTCACTTAGTTAATCTAGATTGCGAAGCTATCGACGATTTCACACAGTTAATCTAGATTGCGAAGCCATCGACGATTTCACTCAGTTAATCTAGATTGCGAAGCCATCGACGATTTCACTTAAAATGTGGGCCTACAAATCAGGTTATTTAACTAGTTATGAAAACACCCTCATTTACGTAAATGAAACTACAACAGAAATTGAAACAATTTTTCATTTTGATTATTTTGTCCACCTAAGAGAAATATATGTTGCACCGTCTGGTGCAATTGCAGTTATAACTGAAGTGAATAGTGATTATCATTATCTGAATGTTTACTGTTTGCTAAAAGATCATCCTCGGCGTTTACCAAAAGACAGTAAATGCGCAAGCGTGCAACTAGGAGACGACCTATTCGTTAAATTCCATGAAAATTTAACTGTTTTCAGATGGTTAAATACATTTGATTCAAGATATTTCTTTGGGTCAGCTTTGATTTTGAAACGAAATTACTACATGTTTTTTTACCTAATGGAAACCAAATCAATTAATTTTGGAAAATATTTGCCACAAGCTGGTATCAAATATGACAACGAGCAGAACTTGCCAAGCAAAACATCTTTTTTCAAAATTTTATTGACACACAAAAAGATTCCCATTTTTGTTGAAGGCAATATGTTATATTTCCAAGAAGGACCTTGCATATTTCATATCGATGACAAATTTAATGTTAGTTTTAATCACGGTGGTCCTATGTGCACTGGAAAATTAACCTGTGTTATGAAAGAGGATTCTAATGTATTTTTTAACCTGTGCGATAATGATATTACATTTTGGCACAATCCAAAAAATGTTATACAAAATGATATTGATGAATCCCTTTGTCAAGGTGTGCATTCAAAACGCTTCCTTAAGTGCAGGAAACCATATGAAAATGAGCCAATGTTCGAATATGTGACTATTGATGGCGAGTTCACATTTAAGATGCTCGTCGAACTAAAATATTTTGATTACTATGTTGTTCCCGATGGCATGATTGTAGTTGTTGGACGTTATGTTTGTGGTGGTGGTAAATATACAGACGAACAACTTGAGCTATTAAAAGATAACTTCATAAGACAAGGAAATGTGTTAATAGCAATTTATGATTATTATTACGGTAAGGCAATTGATCATGAAAATGGTATTATTTTGGACATGGAAGATGAATATTACTATTTATCAATGGAAACACAATACGTAATTGATTTGCATGATTGTGTAGATATAATGGAATTTCATGTATTTTCTGGATCAAATGGAACAATTGTCAAATATCTGGTCGAATCTGAAGATTATTTTTACACGATGCCGCCATATTTCAAAAAACTTATCGGCATACGAGAAGGTAAACAGATTCTTGAACCTGTATCTTACAAAAAGACCTTATTGGAAACATCTGAGGGTTTTTATTGTTTTGATGGGTATGAATCAACTCCGTTCCATGAAGAAACCAACATCGCATTAAGAAACTTACCAAAACATTACATGGAACATGTTGATTTAAATATGTTACTAATTGATCCAATGTCAGCTGATGCTGTAAAATATATTGAAAAATTAGTGTATATGGGAAGAAACACCGAAATTCCAAGAAATTATGCCGTTAGGAAGTCAACATATCATGAAGCACCTGTAAATTTTGATCAAGTGGAAAAATATTTACCAAAATTTATTATGGCGAGATTAGTTAATAATCATCATTCAATATTGAAACCGTTGATTAATGGGTCTGCTGGTATTGGACCGGTTAAACTTGCACTTAATGCAATAATTGACGAAATAGTTGAAACATATTTTAAATTCGATAAACATTTCTTAATTCCAAAAGAATCATTTAGGACAGCGAATGCTGAGACTAAAATGATTTTAGGTTGGATTTTGCATAACACATTGTATTTACTCGGTGGACCAATTGGTTATCATCTACCATTTGCTTTATTATCTGCTATTTTAGGTAGAGGTGCAAACGAAACCGAACTCGAACTTTACGCCAAAGCATCAGATAGTTCTTTGTACAAACGTTTAAATACCATGTCAGATGCTGAACTATCAGAATGTGGTTATGAATCGCGTTTAGAATGGCTTTCTATGATGTGTCGTTATGCGGAATCTGATGTTTCTTTGTACAAAGATTTTGCTGATGGATTTAGATCTTTTGCAGAAACAGATCATCTAGCACACACTAATATTGTAACAGTAGACTATTTCATTTCAGGTCCAAATAAAATAGGAGCATCTGAACTAATTGCAAATTTGGAATTTGACGAAAAATCCGATGTGTTCGGTGTCGAATTATCTGAGCGATTAGAATTAGCAACACAACGTGAACTACGAAATTTTCTTTTCAACCTTACTGGATCATATCATCTGACTAAAAATAAAATACAAATTTACTCTGAAGCTCTAGATCATGATTACAAATTAGCTGTCTGTCATCGTTTATTAGTCATATCATCTAAGCTTGAAACCAGTGCTTACACTGTTGTAATAAATGAACTTTTACAACCACAACAAGCAAAAATTTTGGGTTAATAAATTTATTTAATACCATTAAATAAATTTAGTAGGCAAGCGATTCCAAAAATTTGACACTAGCAGATTTGCATTTTTTTGCATATGATGTTTTGAGTCGCATCCAAGCATTGCGTGGCCCAAATAGCCTATACATGTAAAATAATGCATTAAAACCACCAACCTTGTCATATATCACTTTCAAAACATCGACTGATTCATTATCAAGAGCCAGAGTGAAGGCAACAACAGTAAACTTAACTTTGTATGCTAAGTTTCTTCGTCGAATTTGTTGCACAATTAGTTGAGCCACTGGACCTCGGTTAAACACTGCAGCAATGTTCAACATATCAAAAAATGATCTCTGAGCAAAGTAATTGTTCAAACTGATGATATATTTCACAATTTGAACATGACCATGTCTAACAACTTCAGCAAAAAGCTTGACGATAGCTGTTCTTCTATATGTTTTCGGTTTGAAAAACTTATCTAATGGACCGCAAAGACTGATCAATTGTTGAACTTTACCAAGATCACCATCGGTGCCAGCTCTAATCAGCAAATCAAGTAGTTCATTATGATAAATGTGGGCTTCTTTCTGGTTGCGTTTCATTGGATTTCGAAGAAAGAGAATAATCTGCCTAATTAATAATCTTTGCAAGCTGTAAAATTGTGCAATTTTTTACCTTTACAAAATTACACAATTACATTTTTTCTTTTCTGGTGGTGCTTGCACTTCCAGAGAAATTTTGCCGGAAACTGTGTTTTTTTGATCTGCTCTTGTTAATGAAATTGCCATCAAAATTGCTGTATCGAATATTATATGAACACCATCGCCATTTAGAGCCGATGCATCAAAATACTGTACACCATATGTGACAGCATATTCGTGAGCTGTATGTTTATCAATTACACGATCAGATTCTCTGTCGCATTTTGTTCCAACTAAAACAGTTATGTCACCCCATGTATTTTTTTCATTGAGTGAACACCTGTGTTGTAACCATGCAGTGGCTTTTGCATAAGATTCTGCATCACAAACATCAAATACTATTATGGCCACGAGTGCATCTCTAAAATAAGCTTGAGTAATTGCACCAAATCTTTCCTGACCAGATGTATCCCAAATTTGTATATTGTAATCCTTGCCTAAATAATTTGTTGTGTTTGTGACAAAATCTATTCCAATTGTTGATATAATGTTGGAATTAAATGGTCGGTTCTCTTGACCAACAATTTCTCCTGAGGGTTTTCGATATCGTCCCAACAAAGATGTTTTCCCTGCACCAGATTGTCCCAACAATATAACTTTCAATTTTGGCTTATATTCAGATATCGGTTTGGCAACTAGACTAACACCGGATCCTCTTTCATTAGATGATCTAGTTAAGGGAGCAGCCATCTCGATTATTAATTTTAGCAAATAAAAATATGCAAAAATGCAAACAAATTCAGACGCAATTTTATTTCTCAAATATTTTTTGGTAAATAAAATTATGCATCCAAATTCAAACTTTTGGAAACTAGATAATCTCTTAAATTATTATTATGGGCATGTTGCTTAACACCAATTAGACAATCAATATCAGCACCATGATCTAACAGCAAATCTACAATAATTTTCACACTGGCTTCATATGCTGAATTTGATTTGGACCAGATTTGTTTCAGTGCTTCGTTTATGCAACCCATACTGTGCAACAAATCCATAAAATTTGCCAATTCGCCTTTGTGTTCGCTTTGCAACAAAAATTCCAAATAAATTCCAATAAAACGCAACACTTTTTCAATCATGCCTCCCAACTGCAAACAAGTCCAATCTAACACTCCCAAATCAAATAGTCCGGAAGATAACATTGATACATTTCCTGTGAGCCAAAATATTTGAATTTGTACCTCAACTTTGGCATTGGTAAAATGTGTTATATAATGTTTGGTATACAGACTAGGTCTCATATTTGTTCCAATGTTCATTAGTTCATCGATGTCTATTTTGCCATCGTACTCGAATTCTTGAACCATGGTATCAGATTCTATTATGATATCATACTTTTCAAATTGGTTTACGTATGTTGCAAATATTTTTTTTGTCATTTTACAATTATCTCTATTAATTAACCGGAACAATACTAAATAGTATTTATCCGACATTAGACGTTCTCCAAACAGTTCGAGATAATTTATCAGTGGGTAATTTAAAACATCTGGCAAAGATTCTTTGTGGTTTTCTGTATTGTATAATTTGCATAACTCAATAAAATTCTTCATAATAAGTTCATCAGGAATTTCACCGTCAACTTTACTCAACATTAATTTTGCAACTTCAACATCCGATGTGAATAATATATTATCCAAATCAATCACATTCATAAAAGATTGCACATCGAGTATCACATCATGTTTGCATATTTCTCTTAAGTATGCTGCTTTTATTTTTGTCAAACGTGTTGTATTTCCAAATTCACCAAAATATGCACTTGCATAAATATCCAACAAATATTGATACTCAATTCCGTTGTCTTCAATAAACTTAATGTAAGATTCGATTGGTTCATGACGTTCATTCCAATTAGTAGCGAACCCTATCCCATCAAACACGTACTTGATAATAAGTTGTGGATCCCAAATATTCAATGCTAAAATCTCAGTCGCAACGCTGGGTTTAGGCATTCCCGCAAGTGTGTGAATAATAAAATCAAGATTTTCTGAGCAGTGCTCTAAGATAATTGGTAGAAATTTTTTAGTGAGAATGGCTGAATCGAAAATATCCCACAAACATTCTCTGACTCTGTCCAGATTTAAATCACCGTATGAATACAAATAGTCAACAATATCTTTTGGGTTCGTTTCAATATTAATTTCGATCATTTTGTTGGGTGATAATTTTTAGATATGTTTCTTGATAAATACATGCATTTTGTTTGCAATTTTTATTTCCAAAGATATTTTTAGAAATAAAAAATTCAAACATCTGACAAATCACAACTGAGTTCGCTTTCAATCGCAATTTCAGCAATCGAATTTGTGCATTCATCCACATTATCTTCGTCGAATTCCAAACCTTTGGATTTGAGATGCTTTTCCAAAATTCCAGATTTATATTTTTGTTCAACACCCTGCAAACAATATATGTCTGCACCGTGCTCAATGAGTAAATCAACAACTTTAATTTGTGCAGAACGCAATGCAGTTATGGGATCCGATCCCATCCAGACTTGCACAAGAGCTTTATCAATACAATTCATGTTATGTAGCAAGTCCATAAAATTTTTGATGAGAGTTGTATCATTTTCAATCGCTTCCATAGAGATCAATATTTCTATGATAACACCAACACATTTGATATATTCTGATATATTCACATCATCCAGTGTTGACCAATCCAAACTGTTCAAATCGAATAATCCCGAAGACAACATTTTGTAATTTCCTGCCAACCAGTAAACCAAAATTTGCTTTTCGATTTGAAAATCAAAATGCTTAATTTGGTGTTTGGTATACAGATCTGGTGTTATATTCCCTGCACACGTGATCAAATCATTTACTGTTACACTTTCCATATTATCTTTGGTATTGAGCGTGATGAGAATACCATTTGCTTCAAATCTTTTGGCATAAGTTTTGAATATTTTTCTATTAGTTTTGTTAAGTGTACTTCTAATTGTCATAAACAATATCAGATAGAATTCATCTGTCATAAGACGATCACCAAACAAAGTCAAATAATTTAACATGATATTTTGCATATAATGACGCTCTCCATAGTAACTTACCGAGGCACACATTTTACAATAAAAAATAAAATTATCCATAAGATATTCATCAGGAATTTCTTCACACACACTATTAAATAATAATTTGGCAAAATTAATATTGTCTGTTGACAAAAGATTATCGAGTTTAATTATTTTCATAAACGTTTCTGCATCCAATGTGGCTCCTCGTTTAAGAATTTCTTGGAAATATTGTTTTTTTATTTCTAAAAGACCAGAATAATTACCCAAAATGTTAAAATGTGATTGTGTGTACGAATCCATCAGATACTGACCCTCGATTTGGTTATCATCAATAAATTTTATGTAGGCATCAATTGAACCGGGATTATTGTTGTATTCACTTGCAAATGCAATACCATTTATGACTCGATCGATAATTGTTTCAGGATCCACAATATTTAAAGCTATCAATTCAGCACCAACACAAGGTTTTGGCATGGAATAATTAGTAAATATATCGAGCACTTGATCAAATTCTACACCTGCTGCTAAGATCGCTGGTAAAAACTTATGTGTTAAAGCTGAATCACTCAATATTAAATCCAAAATCACTGATGCTTTGTCATAAGATAATTGTTCGGTGGCCATTGAACCCTCAATCGTTTGAATTTCAGGAAAGACTTCGGGGGGACTTGTTGATGAATCTATCGGTTGCAAGACCGAACTTGACCCAATTTCTTCTGGACTTTCATACAATTCGCTAATAACATCTTCAATTGGAGTTTCAGTTGTTATTGCAATAGATTTTCTTTTCTTGGTCGACATTTTAATAGACTGATCTAATTTAGTTAAAATATTTTTAATCAAATCAGATACGAGATGCAATTTTTAATCAGAAAACTTCTTGAAAGAAAATCCATCCAATTTGGTTTGCTTGCAAAGCATGTTGTCTTTACTCAGGAGTTTGGTAATCAACACTGAAATCTTTGTGTGCAAAAACTTGATATTTTGCAAACAATTTTTGATTCCGATGAAAGGCGTGCTGTAGAAAGCATTTAAGAGCAAGTGTTTGATTGTTTTGTCGAAGGCATTTTTTGATTTGATTCTGGATTTTATTAATGAATCAAAATCATAAAATTTTTTAAATACAGCCCGAACATGAACAACTCTGTCAGTTAATTGTTTGTTATCAGGTTCGGCAGCTTGTTTGATTAGAAATTTCAAGTAAATGTAAAATTTGATGGGAATACTGTGTTCAACTTCGTATTGAAATATTTTGAATATTTCACAAGAAAGTGGCACATAAGGAAAATGTATGTATTCTTTGTCTTGAAGATCAATGATTGCTTTTAGTGTAAAAACATGTTCGTGGATTCCATGTTTTTTACATTGAAGATCTGGATCAATCACTTCGGAATTTTCTGATCGTTCTGGAAGAACAACAGAAAATAACGTATTGCGACCTAAACTCGACTCAGTTTGCAATTCGGAATCTGAAGCCATTTGTTTAGCAAATAATTTATTCGTTTAACAAATGGATATGGCAGATTGTGCTAAACTGCAATTTTTATTTCGCAGTCAAATATTTTTTAACCACAGGATTATCATAAACAGTTAAATCAACACCCAACATTACTAGGTGATCCAGAATAATTTTCATCTGGCCATTTGTAATTAAAGTTGAATGATATTTCGAATTTAAGCAGTTAATAAATTTATTAACCGATTCTGCCTCCACGTAAAATTCAACACAACGTTTGATAAAGTCAGCATCTGTTTTCGAAAATTTGTAAATGAGAATATCATATTTCGCAAATCGCATTTCTCGTATGGAATTTATTATTTCTGCATCTGAAAAGACCCCGGATTTAATCATTTCAATGTGTCCTATTCTGAAAAAATTTTTTATCCAAAATTCTCGACTCCATCCGCAAAATTTATCAAAATTACAACTCACAAATAATTCAGGGTTCATATTCTCAAATAAATGCGGCGTTGAATCGCTGTATTGTTTGATTGAGTAAATATTAATTTGGGTTCCATGTTCTATGATTTTTTTTACATACATGTCATACATTTCCACATCTGGATCACAATTTGGATTCTTATTGAATAGTGACATAAATGTAATCATGGCTTCTTCTCCAACTAGAAACTCATTAAATAGTTTGAAAAAATTGATCGCCACATTCACATTTGCCGTACCACATGCAGGAATTAAGGGACATTGTCGCATCAGTAGTTGCCACCAATTTAAAATTGTATTACTGATATCATTTCCAAAATCTATCTGATCATAAATTAAATTGAATATCAAGTTATATTCACCATAACACAAGACGAAATCCGCACATAACAATTGGAAACAAATATCATTTGTTAAAATTACTCCCTTTGTTAAAAGATATTCTAAATATTGTTCTTTGTTGGCGGACTTCTTACGTGAACATTTTTGTAAATAAATATCCAAACATAATTGAATATCAATATCATATTCTTCAATAAAAGCAATATGGTCAGCCAATGAATCAATTATATCCAAATCGAAAAAATTCAAAACCCATTTAAAAATATTATCACGATCTGCATCAGATATTGAAATTAAAATCCTTGCACAATTGACTGGAATCGCACGACACCATATTCTATAATGTACCATAATTTGTTCAATTGTAACTCCAACTGTCGATGCATCGACAGTCGGGATTAGCTGTGAGTCGACTCGACAGGTAACACCAGATTGAAATAATTCTTCAAAAAGAACATATGGATCGGGTTCGGTCAAAATGTATTCCACTGCATTAATAATACATGCATTTATCCCTTTAATAAAACAATTAGCGAATTCTTTGACGTGTTTAATTGCATTTTCCAGATTTTCTGCAGATCTGGGAAAATCAGCGGGTTTTATTTTACAATCATGGCTATTGAAATCCATTTTGTTAGTCTAAATTATCACTCATGTTTATGTATTCATATTGATTTTTATTCGCAATTTTTATCCAAAATTTTTTGAATAAAAATTATTGATCACAATCAATGCCAAAATCAATATTTTTAGATCTCAAATAAGATTTAGTTTCGTCATCCGAACACAAAAATGCACTTTTGTTAACATTTACACCCAATGATAAAACATAATCAAGAATTTCGTAATAAGGTCTTTTATCTAATCTAACATATGTACTAAGTCTCAAACAGATGTTAATGATGTAGTCAGATAATTGTGTTTCAACATAGAGATTAATTAAATTCTTTATTTTTAACATTAAAGCGCAATCAATAACTAAATGTCTTGCATAATAGTTAAGAATAACGCCATGCTCAAAGCGTTTTGGATGTTTTATCATAGCATTAAAAATGTCTGCATCAGAAAATAAACCTGAATCAACCATCAAATAATTATTTGTTGCAAAAAAACTTGCGAACCAATCTTCTGCGTGCATACTCATTGAATTTTGAAAACCGCACTCTGTAAACAGTTCTGGTGTCATATTTTCAAATAGTACATATTCCAGAGGATTTGACAAATCTTGTGGATCAATCTGCACTCCATATTCTATGAACTTTTTTGCACAGAATCTAAATACTTCATGATTAGCTTCATCGTAATTCTTATAAACCTGCTCTGCGGAAATAAATTTAGCCAAAGCTTTACTGTTCATCAAATAATACTCAAACAGCACCATAAAGTTCCGTATGTGCTCTGGCGATTTGCGACAATTATCGTGAGCCGTAACATTACCGCTAGAATGCAAAATCATCTCCCAACATTCTATGAACATGTCATTGAAATCATCAACTGCAAAATCAATTTGATCATAAACCATCTTTGAAATTTTGTCCGTTGGAAAATCTAAAATAGCATCATCAGTGTACAAATCAAAACATTGTTGTGTGGTTAGAGTTGCCCCTCTACTTAAAAGGTATTCCAAATAAGGCTCTTTCAGATCAGATTGTATTTGAGATAGACAAGACATGTATTTGTTTAAACAAATTTGTGGATCGATGTTGTGTTCTTCGATAAAGTTAACATATGTTTCAAAACTTTCTATCCTATCACTGTCATCAATTGCTGATACTGGAAATGCCATGCTAACAAGTTCTTCGATCTTAAAACATTCATCTGTCACCGGAAGAAGCTTGTCTTCTGTAGGGATCGAGTCACTACGAGACAACTCCAAAAACAAAACTGCCACCTTGAAAGGCATGTCGCATTTTAGATTGCGATAATGTTGCAAAATGTGTTCAAGAGTTATTCCTGCGGAAAATATTTGTTCAAAGTGTTGACGGTAATTTTCATCTTTGGATAAATTATATATGGTTCTCACTATGAGAGCAACATCGGTTTTTAGTTCAGTAGGAGCAAATTTTATAATACGGTCGATATCATTTTGACGATAATCAGCAGCCATTTGTCAAATTTGAATATTATATTTTAATACTCAAATTTAATTTGTGTCAATCGTTGCAATTTTTTCAATATATCCACGATCTGTCAAATATGACTTGACCTGTTTGGATACTTTTTTCTCAATGTTCAAATCAAGACCCAGTTTAGCAATATGATCAATTAATTTTTTCTGGAGATCAAATTCAACATTTGAAAAGAAGTCCATTTGCAGCGCGATTTTCACAAAACTATGTGATATGTTTGCCTCAATACTTAATTCAATAAGATGAACTACAAAATCAAAAGATTCCATTAGGATGCAAATAAAATGTGGTTTTTCAAAATAGGCAGGGTAGCTTGTCATCGCACCAATGATATCGTCGTCTGAGAAATAAAAACTTTTAATCATTTGGCAATTAGTCGAAACACAAAATCTAGCAAACCAATGTTTCAGCGTTCGTATTTCATAGAATCCGCACATTTCAAAAAGATCAAGTGTCATATTGTCGAAAAGTGCAGATGGTTCATTCAAGTTAATACTTTCTGTATTCACTTTGACTTGATAATCGATATAATGTTGAAAAATATCATCGATTTCTTTACAATTGACATTCTTAAAATCAGTCGACATTAATTCTATTAAAAATTTGCCATCCATAACATGGACCTCAAAATGTTTAAAGAAAGCTACTAAACGGACTGCAGATGTGGTTATCGATTGAAGAATTGCCCTCCAAGTGGAAAAAATATGAAAGTCCAGTTCTTTATCATATTCGTCAATTTGTTCGATTATCAAATCAAACAATCTTCCTTTTCGCAACAATACATGAGTGTTTTTCAAAAACAAAAAGCATTGACTGTTTGTCAAGTGTGCGTATCCTGACAGGAAATATTCCATGTAAAATTCCCTTAGTTGAAAACACAAATCAGTTTCCTGTGCGTAAATAATGTCTGTAATGTACAGGTCCAAAAAAACTTGTGAATCGAGTTTTAATTCTTCGAATAAAGCAACAAGTTCATGATGGAACTTCTCATTGTTTAAGTTTTTATCGGCAAATGGACAGAGTTTCGATAAAATTGTTTGCACACCAGCTAAGTATGATTTTTTATCGAGCAAACTTTTAATAAGAACCCTTGCTTGTGATATTGTCATCAAACGAGAACTTTTATCAAAATAGCTGCACAATTTTTCGATCGGAACTTCGGCATTAATTAATTTTGTCACACTATCAATAGCATCGTTGGAATTTAGTGTGTGCACAATAGCATTATGCGAATTATGAAATGCATGCTGATTGTGTGGACTACTTATTTTAATTGAAGCGATAAGGTTATCCAATTCTACTGTTTTTGATTCCATGTTGATTGGACTAATTTAATGTAAATGTGGAAGGGTTTTGTAAGAGAAAATTTGTGCAATTTTTAATCCTCCTTGAAAAAGAGAATTAAAAATCTTTTAATTGTCAACGAAACTGACAAGTATATATCTCACACCTTTTGTAACAGGCAAACCTTCATGATAAGCTGTCAGCCTACCAGCGTGTATGGTTGAGTAACCGACTGGTTGGTCTTTAACTGTGAGATTTTGTCTGATAAAACGGCAACCTCCACCTTCGTATTCAACACCAGATTCATTTAGAGCGATATTCATTGTGTAAGTTGATGCATCGTGATGGGGTTCGAGTGCATTTTGGTGATCTTGATGGTATCTTACAATAAAGGCCATATGAACTCCTTTAGTTTTGTAATTGGAATAGATTCTCTTGACAAGAGGAGCCATGTATGTCATTATAATATGATTCCATTGGCGTTTTAATCCAGCTTCTTTATCATAATCACTTCCATTGGCACCCAATTGGAACAATTGTACGTCTTGTGTTGGAACATTTTCGATGTAATTCGTACCAAATCTGATATCTTTGTTTTCCCCTTTGCCTTTGGACCATGCATTTTTTGTTTCGGCTAATTCAATCATTTCGCGACAAAATGCATTTGTAAAGAATGGATATTGATAAATATCTGCATGAAGCTCTTTCACGTGTTCGCTTGTTCTTGCTCTATGAGCTCTTAGGAATGCCGGATGTAAATATTTTTCTTCCCACAAACGAGGATATTTTTCCACATCAGCTATTGTGATGGTGTCAGCTGAAATGTTTGGTGGGAGTAATGGAACTTTCTCTGGATCGATAAGGTATCCATAGGTTTTAAGATTTAGCATGTACATATGCAAATCAGCTTCGCGTGCTTTATATGAAAATTCTTTATAAACGATTGCATTTTCATGTGAATCATAGAGATTAGGATATTGAATCAAGACTTCTCTTTTGATTAGAACAGTATGAGATATGTACGGCACATCCCAGCATCCCATTTTTACGTAGGGTTTAACAGGCGTTGATTTAGGATTTTCAATTTGTTCAATGTAATCAAAACCTCTTACGTAAGATTTATTTTCGCTGATATCGCTCCAAAAATTTGTTCCGTAGGATTCCGGATCTTTGATCATAGGAGCAATAATACCCTTATTGACAGATAACAAATCCACCAACACGTCTTTATGATTTAGAACTGCATGTTCGCCAATCATCCAGAAGTACGCACAATCTGATTTGATGAATTTATTTGCCATCGAACCATACAAGTCGCTGTACGTTTCGTGTACAGAATATGAGATTGGATTGTATTGGCTATGATAGTCATATTCAGTGGTTGATGACATCACACCAACATGCAGTTCGATCTTATCTTTCGGATAATCTAGATTATCAATTAGCTTGAATATTTCATTGTAACCACCATAATGAACAGCTAAGAAAATCTTTGGAAAATCGTGATCATACGCGTTAAATCTAAACCCATAATAGTAATTCCATCCATTACCAGAATAATTAGCAATACGATTCACAACAAGCGTCTCATTAACATTAGATCCGTGCGCAAAACAAGGAAATTCTTCAGTCGGATTGTATCGGAAACGTTGTCTAGATTCATAAATCTTAATATCATCTCTGGATGAAGTCGAGCAGAAAATCAAACGCTTGTTATCGTAAATAGCTTTTTTAACACAAGTTCCAATTGTGTTTGTACCTACGGTAAAATTTTCAGCATATCCACAAACAATGTCGTAAGATGCATCCACATTAACAATAGCTTTGATAAGAAGTTTGCCGTTTGTAATTTTGGTGTACTTGTCAAATAGCTCTTTTGGAGAAGCAACTGGTAAAATGGCCGGAAAATTGACATTTGATTTAGTGCAAATACAAACAACCAATGTTCGAGTCGATAAACTTTGTAAAAATGTTTTCATTTCTGCCTCCGATGCAAAAATTTCTAATCTGTAACCATAAATTTTACTGTAGGATTCCAAACGCTGACGGGACTCTGTTCTGGCCGTTGAAATAACACACAGTACAACCTGCACAGACGGAACGTCTCTGTGAATGCCAGTGAACACATTTTGCACAAAACCTAATTTATCATTTGGAATTTCGTAAGCATCTGAATGAAATGTTGTACTATTTTCAAATGCATCATCACATAATCTGATCAAGCTAGGGTGGAATGCATATGCATCAAGTTTTTCGCAGGATTCGTGGGCAACTTCAAAACCGTAAATTTTACAATTGTACATTAGTGGAAGAAATTCGTCAACTGGAATTAAATTCTGCAAATACAAACTATTGACTAATTTTGTTGCTCCAGATAATGTTAGTACATATGCACAAGTCCAATATGATTTTGCACCAGAAATTCTATGAATTCCAAACGAATATTCTGTTTCATGTTCCAATGCCAATGGTTTTCTATGACAATACAATAGGTCGTATGTCTCCATATTTTTAGTCAAGTCTGCAAATCTATTCAAAAAATTATCAGGAACAACAACATCATCTTCCAAAATTAAAAATTTGCCATTTGATGGATAGATTCCCGAACCACATTTATCAACAATCTCCGACCAAATTGACCAATGGCTAAGGGCACAACCAACTTCTCCGTTAGTCATAGCCTTACCACTGTTAGGATCCGACCAACCATTAATTTTAAAATTAAATTTACTGGTGGTTTCGGTATCACCGCCATCGATAGCTGAGAAGAATTCGTGGTTCAAATTTAATTTAGCAATGTTGTTCTCTATTATCGCTTTTTTGTCTGTGCATCGAGCCAGGTTAATAACATACGTTTTGTGAATCATGTTGATCTGATAGTTTATTATAGGACTTTTTAAAACCAAATTGCAACGCAGATTTGGTTTTAAAACTTTAAGAAAAATTTTTAATCAGTTCAACATATGATTCTTTATCGTAAGTTAAATTACCATAGGTAAAAAGATTAAGTTTTGATTTGTCAAACAATTTAATTGCTGCTCTTTTAATATCCAACGGTTGTAGGCCGCGCAAACGTCGAATAATTGCTTTGTTATTAAAAACATAATTTTTGCCATTCAAAACATTTTCTCCCAGAGTATTTGCCATAGTTTTATCATCATCAACTAGATCTTCAAAATCCAATTCAGCATCATTTTTAGCTTTTGCCAGATCATGCTCATCGATCAACTTTTTCTTTAGTTTGGTAATTTCATCAAGAATTATTTCAATGCCTTCCAAATAGGATTCAGGGTTCATTACAATACTGATAACAAAAATGTATGTTGTACTAACCAGTTCCGTATTGATACCATCTATGTTGTAACTTATGCCGTTATTTGCCCGAAGTGCAATGTATAGTCTAGATGATGCACTTAAACATAAAATTTGCATTAAAACTTGAATATCTGTTTGGGCAATATTGTCAATATTTTCGTAAGGAAATGCTAAATATGTGTAAGTTTGGTGCATGTATTTGTTGTATTTTATGCTGACATTTGGTTTTAATTGATTTTGCCACACGATCTTAAATTTTGGAATCGAAGCAAATTTTGGTGATATTTTTCGTTGAAATTTAATTTCCGACAAGAAATTCATCGTTTGTTTTTTGACTGATGGTAAATGGAACTTACCGTAAAATACGATGGCAACATTTTTCAAATCGTAAAACATATTGTAATAATCAACGAGATCATTTTTTGTAATTGCTTCGACACTTGATTCAATTTCAGTAGTTAATGTAGAAGGTTCAGTCATGAAACTTGTCATCAATGAATCAAGTTTATCTATTGGATCATCTTTTCGTTTTCTATTTTCTTCAATTAGAACTTCGCGTTCCAATGAGATTTCCTTTGCATCAAATTTTGGATTTAGATATTGATCCATTAATATATCAAACATCGGTGCAAAAAGTTGAGGTTTGCCGGATACCATATAACATGTGCTTGTTGGTGTTGTGACTGCATTGTGAAAAATATTCAAATCATCAATTTCCTTAATAAAATCAATATCAGATCTATTTTTTGAAGACCGTGTGCTAATCATATGTTCAAGAAAATGTGGTAAACCTGAAAAATTAGGTGTAACATTGTAAGAACCCACACCAACCACAAGAGAAATTGTTGTGCTCGTACTTGTTGCGTTTGGTGCATAAACAACTGTCAATCCATTTTGTAATTTTTCCACAAGAATATTATTATTTGCCATTTGAAGTATTACTTACAATCGTAAGATTTCTCACAAGGATCGCTTCGCTTATAGATGATTAAATAATAATTCTATTATTTAATCTACTGCAGATATTTAATGATGTCAGATGGCAATTCATAATTTGCAAAATATTCAGGTCCATTTGCATGAATTCTTTTAAGTTGTTCTTTAAAATCATTACCTTCATCTGTTTCATAAATGGATTTAATTGTTGCTGCATCAAAAATTAGTGGATACAATAGTTTTCTTAAACTGAAATTTTTAATTGCGATTTTACCTAAACCCATACTAAATACAGCATCAATATTCAAACTTAAATCCATATTGTAATTTCCATCATCAACATCGTCACCTGGACTCATTAGAAATCCAACAAAATCCCACGTTTGTTCGTTTTCAAATCTCAAATTTAATTCTCTGTTTTGCATGTAAGGCCACAATATATCAATACAATGAATTGGCACATAATTTGTTTTCGTAACCGTTTCAATACAGAAACTTTTTACAATAGGATGATCACAAATGTCAATTAATTTTGGATTGCATGTCTCAATGAGTCGTTTGTGTTCAATGTTCATAATCAAATTTTCAGCTTTGGGATCTGGCAAACACCACATCATAATAACAATATCAGGCAAACACGGGTTAATAATGGCCAACTCCTTAAGTGCACTACCGATAACATCAGTATCCAATGTTCTCAACTTACCCACATAAGATATCATGCAATCTTGAAATATTTTTGACGCGTTCTGATCTTTGGGCTTTTGTTCAAATCTTGATAGAAAACTAACATACAAAACTTCAGCATAACCCTTGATTAAAGCAGGTTTCAGCTTGAAATTTATTAAATAGGTGTTGATTGAATCCATTTTGGATAAATTGAACTATTAACGATAGTTTAAATTGTTATTTGGTGATATCGTGTTGCAATTTTTTGCGCAGCTGTTACAAAAAATTGCGCCAATATTTGCCAAATATATAATTTAAAAGTATATCACTATCCTATTTAACCAATTGCACTTTTTAAAAATTCAATGTCAGCAGAAAAACGTGAATATTTTCAAGTCCATAAATCAAAAGATGACATCATTGACAATATCAAACAAAATATCGTCGAAATGCTTTCGCACAGAATTTACATTTCAAAAGATGGATCAAAACATTTTCTAATCGAAGACTTTGAAACTGGGTTGGAAAAATTAGTTGATAATGGTGATAATTCTTTTACAGTTAACACCGCTGATGGGGCAAAATATACTTTCAAGGTTTTCCCTTTTGCCGTTACAAGCATTAGTAAGCAACAAGCTGTTAATGATTTTCTTAAAGATAGTGAATACATCAAGCACAAGAAAATTATGATTGTTGAAGATCATACGTCAAAAATTGCGGAATATGCCGCCAGCAATAAGAGCGAATTGTTTAAAATCGGGCAAGTTTTAGCTAGAATTTTGGACAACAAGGATCAGCCTAGATTTGAAATTTTGTCTCCAAATGAAGCCATTGAGGTTAAACGTGAATATAATATGGATGATCTAACTGCTCCGAGAATTCTCAGAAGCGATCCTGTTGTAAAATATCTCGGTTTGACAAAGGGAACAATCGTACGCATTATCAGAGGATCACCAACTAGCGGAGAAACCATTTACTACAGAATTGTTGTTTGATTTTATGTCTGTTGTTTAACGTAATTAAAATTACATTAAACAAAAAAATCGGTTAAGTTTTTGTCATTTTTGCTGCTTTAATAATACATTTGAGTTCTTCTTGGGTCAATGTCATCCTAATTCCGTTTAGTTTGGCATCAAAAAATCCATCATCTTTACGTCTGAAGATCAATTTATTTAAATTGCTTTTATCGCTAAAATGCAAAACTGGAAAATTATTGCTCAGCTTGTTATCAAATTTGGCTGGTGTAAATTTTGAATCTTTGATGAAGGCTTGACATTTTTTATTTTCTAATGCAGTTGCCGGTTTGACAAAAGAGTGACCACAACCTTCACATTTAACGAAATTGTTATCTAATCTAGAACATTTGACGTGTGAGCAAATTCCCTCATGTGGATAAGATTGGGTTTTGTACATTTACTTTACGACAAAAATTGACGTGTTTATGCTTATAACATCTAAACACAGATTACTTTTTGTTAACTTTTTCTATCGCAGCTTGTCGTTTTTTATGCCGATCTTCTTTTTCCTTCATGATCGTATCATAAAGACTTTTTATATCATCAAGTTGCGAATCAAGATCAGTATTAGGTGCATTGCTCTTTGGTGAACGACAATATTGTTTTGGTGAAAAAGCTTGATTCTCTGCTAACTCTCGGTTTGTCATATCAAGCAACGTTTCCAATATTCGTTTTCGTTTTTCTAAAGAGATGTTTGTTTGTAACAGATTGATTAATGACTTATACTCGTTCGTGTCTGACATTGTGTAGATTCCTTAAATGTTCAAATTATTTAATTTGTTAAAAATAAACTAAATAATTTTAAATTTCATCCGATCTGTTTATCTATCCAAATATTTTGATGTTCTGATTCTCATGGAAATATTAACTGATTCCAATTCCTGTTCCAAAAGTTTGAAACAATATGGAATGACCACAGGGGAAATTTGTGTAGTGTTTTTGCAGTGCTTGCACATGTAGTGATTTTTCTTTGGAACTCTGAAGCAACCCTTACCACAAATATCGCAAACTTGATGGATGTAAGTATCTGAACAATCCATCATGCGTTCTTTGAGGAACTTCATGGTACCGTGAGCAACTAAACCATTTTGTTCCATCTCACCCAATCTGTGACCTCCATCTTTACTTCTGCCCTCTGGCGGCTGGCGAGTGAGCATTTGATTGGATCCACCTGCTGCTCTGGAGTGAATCTTGTCACCAACCATTTGCTTGAGACGTTGATAGTAAACAGGTCCAATGAAAATGGGAACTTCCATCTTTTGACCGGTCATGCCATTGTACATAATTTCATTACCCCAAGGTTCCCAGCCTTCTGCTACAAGTTCCTCGTTAATTTTTGCAACGTCGACACCCATAAATGGTGTGGCATCTCCATACATACATTTGATCGCGCAAACTTTTCCAAGAATACACTCAACAAGCTGACCGATGGTCATACGCTTGGGGATACAATTGGGATTAATAATAATATCAGGCACTAATTGAGACTTGAAAGAAAATGGCATATCAATTCTTGGAGGCAGATATCCGACTGTACCTTTTTGACCAGCTCTGGAACTGAACTTGTCACCAATGTTGGGCTTTCTTTCGGATCTGATTCTCAGTTTCAAGAAATCATATCCTTCAGCAGTAGTTCCAGGAATAACTTTATCAACAGCACCAGGAATAATGGATTTGTAAAGTGTAGAATTATCTTTGTAAGAACGTTCGCGTTCAGTTGCATTTGCCTTAGGATTAACCATTCCAATAATTACATCACCATCTTCAATGACAGTTTCAACTTCTGGATAACCTTTTTCGGTAAGTTTATCATAGTTAGTATTTTTCATGCCCTCAACTTTGTTAGCTTCAGGTTTCATGAAAACACCGACTTGTGAGGCTTGTGAATTTCGTTTAATAACCTCGTAATATTTTTTCAAAGCTTGAGCTCTGAAAAGACCTTTTTGAACAGCTGATTTGTTCATCAGCAAACTGTCTTCTTGGTTAACAAAAAATACCGACCTCTCTCGCCCATTTCTAAGCGATGTCATTGGTCACGAATTTCGACGTTAAATCCTGCTATTGTGGGAATTTAACGCCTACGATCGATCAGTCTTTCGACTGGGTTTAGACTATATCTTGAGCCAGCATGATTAACCATACCAGCCCGCTACCGTTTAGTCGTTGAACCTTCTCCATGTGACACAAATAAATGTACCATTTAGGAGCTTGGCTGCGGATTACCCTAAATTCTAACCTTTTTACCATACCATTCAAGTTTCCCTGAAGCCATTATGCACTTTCGTACATAATTTGGTAGTTAGAATATTGGGATAGTTACCTATCCCAGGGCCTCCCCGCAATTTGATAGCGTCGCCTACCACAATGTAGACTTGCCGTAGCTTTTACTACGACAGGGGCTCAACTTTGAAGTTAACCCCGTATATGATGCAATTGCAACAATAACATTCTCACCCGAAGGGAAAATGTGTGAACCAGTATATTTTGATGCTCGAGGAGTAACAATCGGGATTTGCGGATGATACAAAATATAACTGATATCTGTACGCTCTCTGTAATTAGATGCATACAATCCCATAGCTTGTCTGGCTTGATTGTACTGGAAAATACCTCGAGGACCTTGATTGTGATTTGGGAATGGAACATTACTTGAAATTAAACCCAACATCATTGATGGATGAATTTCACAGTGAGAATATCTATTAAAAACATTTCCATCGTATCTGTTTGTTTTGTTCACCAAATCAATCTCTTCTTGTGTTTTGAGCACAGGTTTTGTCATAATTGCTCTTGCAATATCCAAATCTTCTGGAGTCATTGCTAACATCATTTGCTGAGCTTCTTCAATGTCAACATATTCGATAACCTTAGGATGTTTTAGTAAAAATTCATCCCAAGTTTTGATACCATTTAGCATCTCAGATTTGAAATTTAGCGTATTTTCAGTAACCGTGAAATAAGGTCTCATTAAACGACCACCATTTGTGAAAATGTGATATTCTTTGATGTCGCTGTATTTAACCAAACCCACAGTTCGATTGATTTCTCCGTTGAAACGCTTCTCTCTCAAAGTTTTGGCAATTGCGTCAATATCGTTAACATCAACAATACCAACAGGAGATCCATTGATAAAAATTTTGTAAAAAGAATGGAATTTCTTTTTGTCATCAACATCATCCATAAAAGTAATTTTACCTTTGAGGTAATCTTTTATTATCGGTACTTGTGTTGATGTTAGGTTCAATGTCACTGTTGTGAGCAAAGCCATATTTTTAACGATACCTGTTTTAGGACCTTCTGGTGTTTCCAGTGGATCCATAATTAACATTTGTGTAACATGCAAATGACGTGGTCCAGTCAGTTTATTATTGGATGCGTCAGCCAATGGAGTGATCACCCTACGCAAACTAGACAATGCGTGTAGATAGTTCATACGATTTAATTGTTGTGACAGTCCTTTATTTGTATTCGCACCAAAAGAACCAGTTGACATGGCTTGTCTTAAACCTTGTTCAATAGTATTTGGTTTAATTTGACTAATGATGTTGTAAGGTTTTTCATCGCTGGCATTATTTGTTTTAAATACACGACTGCAATCACTGAGCATTTTTTTGAACTGTTGATCAAAAAGTGCACCAAGCAATGTTCCAGGTAGCTCAACAAACTTGTTAACCATTGAATCTCTATCAAAACAACCTCTATTGGCTTCTTCTGTGTCAGTTGCTCCTGCAGATCCACCAACAATATAACATTTGAGTAGTTTATTGATCATATAACCAATATAACAAGCTTTATTGTACATGTTTAGTGCTGGTAGGTTGGTCTCAGAAGTGATATGAGGCAAAATATATTCAGATAAAATCTTCAAAACATGAGCGCGTTTTTGCAAATGAGCTGTTGCCTGATCATTACTTAGGTTGTATTTGAACGATTTCAAATTTGTTGCCAAAAAATCAAGTGCCTCTTCTCCACTGTAAGCAGGAGAATTTTTAGCATTCATTGATAGTGAAAGCTCATTTAGCATAATTTTTTCAACACTTGGATCCAAAATAGATTCCACAATATCCTTATCCGTCTGCAAACCTAATGCTCTCATCAAAGTGAAAACGCTGATTTCCTTGAACCACGCGATATTCAAAACAAGAGAACCATCTTTCTTACGCTTGATGATAAAAGTTTGCAAATTTCCACTGGACAAATGTGCAGCTCTGGAACCAACTCTAACACTGTAGATAATGTTATTTTGTTCTTTTTGTGCAGTTACCATTGGGCGACGATGCACGACGGATTCAACCGAAAGTACAACTTTCTCATTTCCATTTATGATAAAGTATCCACCCATGTCCCAAGGACATTGCTTTTGGCTATTAGGTTTCAACACTGTGCTGCAAAATTGTGATCCAACCATAATTGGAATTTTTCCAATAGGCACATCTTTTTCAGGACCATGAACAATTTTGCTAGTCACTTTACCAGTTTCAATATCGGTCACATCTTGCCATTGAGTTACAGTAGTTGTATACGAACCAGAATATGGCAAATTTTTTGTTAGAGTATCTATTGGATACAACAATGTTTTATCATTATCTGTAACCGGTGGTAAGATAGCCAAATCAGTAAACGTAAGGCGATATCTTACACAGGTGGTTGCAGATAACTTTTCATTAATAACATTCTCCCCACTTTGCAAAACATTTGGGATGATTACTTCGACAAAATATCTGTAAGAATCCAATTGATGTTTCACCAGAATTCGCGGGATTTCAAAGTATAAATCCAACAGCTTAAAACTGTCTGTGGTTGAGTACGTTTGCAACGAATTTATTGAATTTTCATTTGCATTTTTCTTTTTATTTGATCTTCGGGACGAGGTTTTGGATGCACTTGCCATAATCAAACAAAAATATAGCTTAGTGTACTAAATGGTATCGTATATTTTTATATATACGCGTTATTTTCTTAGCAATTTTTTATCGATGTTGTTTTTTAAACTGCGTCTTAGCGAAAAGCTAGTAACTTTTGGCTAATGAAGCAATCCTTGTGAATTTACAAATAAATTTTAGCGTATAAATATAGTTAGATATGAGTTCAACCGCATATGTTCCGCCTAATTTGACTGGCATGTTGCCACAAACTGTTCCCAGTGTTCCTGGTCTAAGAAATGTTGAAGGCTTTTTAGGAACTCTTGTTGCGTCCATTATGGCAATGGGTATTGTTTTGTTTATCTTAGCAATCCTCCTTTTGATCTTTGTGTCATGGTTGATCAAACTTTTCATCAAGTGGATCTGCCCTGATTCCAATATCACCACTCTAAAGGTTGCAGGAATTATCGTCCTTATCTTCATTGCAGCTGCTATCGTTAAATACATGTAGATTTGTTTATCTCTGTTTCACAAAAATAAACAAATCAATTCTGCAAATATTCATTCAGAATCTTCATTATGGCTTCAGGTTGATCATGGACCAAAAAGTGATTAGCATCAGGCACCGTTACAATTTTGCATTCGCCTTTAACAAATGCGCAACTTGCGTCGACAGTTTCAGATTCAAATGCAAAATCAGTCTCGGGCTTGACAATAAGTACATTTCGGCCTTCAGGGAGAGAGTTCGATGTTGATGGTGTGTTAAGCATATGTCTGTACCACATAACCATTGTTGTCATGCGACGATTCCAATATGTATGAAGCACATCAACATCAAATTTCGAGAACTTGCCGTATGCAAGGGCCGCTTTGTCCAACCACGCCCAATTGTGCATTGACATAAAGTTCACAAACAAATCAGATGCAAAGTAGAAAGCATATCGACTTTTCCAAAGCTGTCTGATCCACAGGTCTGAATAGAAATCCGGTGTGGTTGACTGTTTGTATGCAGCAGGATGGGGCGTTGTCAAGATAATGGCTTTGTCAAATTTCTGTGGATACAATTCCAGCAGCTTCCAAACGACCAAACCCCCAGAATCATGTCCAACAATGTTGACTTTCATATTTGCAGATTCAACTTCAGCAAAAATATGAGCCGCATCCATAATTTGTTGTTGGGAAATATCAACGTTCTTGGTGCTAGCAATGAATTTTTCATAAACAGCATCGCGAATCAACAGCAGCAAATCTTGTACTGCAACATCAACGCTATAATCATCGACAGATTCTACTGGAGCTTGAACTTCTGAATTTCCATAGCCTCTGAGGTCAGGTACAACAAGTGTGTAGTTTTCAGCCAAAGCATAGATCGGCTCAAAAGCGATCTTACCAATTTCGGGGAAACCGTGAACCAAAATCAAGATGGGTTTTGGGCTAGCTTGGTTTTTAATATGAGTTACCAGCGAGTACTCAATTTTAACGGATTTAACGGAAGCTGCACGGTTTAGCTGTCCATACACAATCATGTGGCTTTCAATTCGAATATTTGGCATTGGTCTTTGGCTGGATTCAAACTTGGGATCGATGTCAAACAATTTGATCTCGCTGAGAACAAACATCAAAGTCACAATGCCAATGAAAATCGCCACATTCTTGAGCCAACGAAGCACAGTGATATTGATACTAGGAGCCACGACCAAGTGAGTATGATGAGCCATACTTTTCTGAATGAGAATGGTTATGAATAAGTGTGGATATCAATAGAAATTGCAATCAAATTCTGGTTGCAATTTTTATTCAATAACGACTTGACATTAATAACGGCTTGACTTTATTAATGTTTTGTTCGAGTTCACAAGAACAAAACATTAATAACCTCCACCTCCTTCACATGAACAAAAGCTGTATTTAATGTATTTATCACAACAAACGCGGTATGGCTCTGATACTATTGGTGATGTTTCTTGATGAAGATCATTGTCATCGGCAATTCGGAGAATTCCCTCCGAGATCTCATGATCGTGTTGGCGAAAAGTGGGACCATGCTGTGACTTGGCAGTGTGTTGAGCCATTTTGTCTGCTGGAGCACGAGGAATAAATATGAAAATAAATATGATTGTGAATCATATTTAATTTGCAATTTTTATTTTAAGAAAATTACTCGGCAGTTTTTCTAAGGCATTTGGCATCCAGAGTGTGAGCAAGGTTGCAAGAATTGCAGTAATGTGTTGGAAAATGATCACTTAGATCATCATGTTTGTCCGCTTCAATACCACAATGATAGCAAACCGCAGGTTTCTGAGAACGCGAGTGATCACAATTTTGGGATCTAACGGAACTTGCTCCCTCTTTGATTCTAAGTTTAGCAACTAAGTCAAAGATTTCCTTGCAATGTCTACTAACATTACACCACGTATGTGCTTTGGATTCAGACAAGGTCTTGTGGTCAGCCAAAACCATTTCAGTAATTTTGTTAGTAACATCACCTTGGATGGCTGATTGAATAAGTTCGTCAAATTGATCACCCCACAACTTTTTGGCCACAACCAATTCAGTTACTAGTGATTCAGGGGTGCTGACTAATACCTTAAGATACACTAGAAGCTGATTTGAATCAGAATAGTTGAACTTGTCATGTGCACCATTAAGTTCGCAATACTGAGGAAGAGCAGGATCGAAATGGAAATTTGTTGGCACAAAGGTTTGTTTCGCGTTCGACATGGCAATAGCGGATATGAACTGATTAGTAATCAGATAAGAAGTACAACAATGAATTTATGATCGCAATTTTTTATTTTAATATTATCAAAGGAAAACATTAAAATAAGAGAGTTTCACTGTTTGTTAACAGATACAGCTATTATCTTTGCCACATATCATACAAAAGAAATTTTTGCCATCCGTGGACCAACTTGAACTAAAGGTTTTCTTTTTGGTGTGACAATGACAAGCACACCAATCGACGCTACCATGATTGCAGCATGGGATCTTGGCGGGAGCCGGAACCAACACTGGCTCTTTGTGCAACTCTCTGACCGTAATTGCATCACCACCTGTTACACGTTTCATGAAATCAGCATCGATTTCAACGGCGGATTTTGATGGATCGCAGTCAACCACTGGTTCGATATTTGTCGTGATCTTCTTTTTAGCCTTAAGTTTGGTGATCAGTTCGAAAATCTCACTGCAATGTTTGCTAACATTACACCAGGTATCCACCGAAGTTTCGGACAGATATTTGTGGTCATTTGAAACCATGGTAATGATTCTGTCCGTAATATCACCATCGATTGCCGATTGGATAAGATTGTCAAATTTTTCGCCCCACACTTTTTTGGCAACAAGCAATTCGGTCACTTTCTTTTCATGAATTTCAACCAAAATTTTCAAATAAACCAGAAGTTGGTTTGAGTCAGAACGGTTGAACTTTTCATGATTTCCATTTAGACCCTGATATTGGGGAAGTGCAGGGTAGAAAATGAAGTTCTGTGGTCTGTAATAAACTTTCTTATCTGACATGATGGTACGTAGTGATACGAGACTGATTGATAATTTGGTAAGGAATATATCAATAAATTTATTGTTGCAATTTTTTTTAATAAACTAATAATTATTATCAGTTTGTTAGTTGTTGCGTCAATTCTTTTTAGAATAAGTTGCAAAATTCGTGATCGTGGATGTTGGCACAACTGTTGGAGCAATTGCTGGCACATCAGGAACAGGCACACAAGAGGCCGTTTTGGTGCGCTGATGGAACAGCCAATTTGACTTCTTGATCTCGGCGACCATTTCTGATTTGTCAATAAGGTTGATGTTCTCGTTAACAGACATTAGCGTTAAGGACGTAGACTGTGGACTGATTAGTAATCTATACAGGATATTTCAATAAGTTTTAATCTGCAATTTTTATTTTAAAGTTATCGATGGAAAACTTTAAAATGAATAAGCAACTTCATTCTTCCTGCAAAATTCGTTGCCAGGCCTTGTCCCTGCTGCAAGAGCAAGAACCCCATTTGGCATACTTATTGCAGCAAAAAGCAGGTGCGTCTTGATGACAATGGCAAGCGCAACCCTCAGTGAAGGTTTCACATTTGCAACACTGGATCTCAGCAGCAGACACAGAGGCTGGTGGCACAATGGGTTCAGGTGCTGGGGTTTGGCTGGCCGATTCAATGATGGCTTGGTGATTGCAATTAGGACAGGGGCATGCCACCTTCTCCACTGTAGTGTGTACAGCACGAGCGTTCTCAGTTTCTCTCAGAACTTTGATCAAGTCATCGATCTCCAATCGGTGTTTGGATGCGTTCACCAATTGTCGTTGTTCGGAAACTTTGGTGATCTTGTGGGCCTCATCCACCATATTGGTGACAGTTTCGGCAAACAACTTGTCGCCGGCAACACCAAGATCGATCAAAGGATCAAATGCACCACTCCATCTCTTGCGATATTGAGCGAGTTGAGTGTTGTCATTGTCATTTGCAAATTGGACACGAACCTTCAAGTAAAGCAGAAGCTTGTGGGCACGAGTGTCATAGAATGCGGACAAAACTCCTAAATACTCATAATATCTGTCCATGTTGTAGACAAACTCAAAGGACTTGGGAACGTAAAGCTTAGACTCAGCCATTTTACTCGAATGTTTCGTGCAATCTTCTGTGAGAGGAAAACTAATCTGCCAAATTAACAGATACTCCAATGAGTTCATTTTGCAATTTTTTTTAATGAATGTATTAAAAAAAATTAATCGGATTTTGACAGTTGTTTTAACAATCGCTCTACACCAGATGTATCAACCTTAGCTCCGTGGTTTCCAGCTCCAGCATTTTTAGCCAAAGATTTAATCATTTTCTTCATATCAGGTGGATTGCCAGAACCATCAACTCCTTCTTGACCTCCAAAGAATTTCTTGAATTCTGGGTTGTTAAATAGTTCTGCTACACCAGCTGGCATTGGCGTAGATCCAGTTGTCCTGCCATTTTTCTTGTTGCGGAGTTGTGCTCTGAGTTGTTTTCTATTTTCTTCAGATGATCTGATCGGTTTGGCTCCCGATTCGGCTTCCCGCCTATAATTTTCAATATTGGCAGCTTTGTCTTTTTGTTCAGCAGTCACTTCCAAAGTATCATCCAGATCAAATAAATCCAAATCATCATAAAAGTTTAAAAACTTTTCCTCTGTCATTTTCTTGTTTTCTTCCATAATAAAGTAATATGTTTTCAGATTAAAAATTTTTATACATGTGCACGAAGATTGTTTTCAACAATTTAATTCAAATCCCAAACAATTCCTGATTTTCCAACTGATCTTAGATAAGCATTTGCTTTCCCAAAGTGATCAGTGCTCTCAAATGATGGATACTCTTTTTTAGCATTTGGACCACCTAATTGTTTCTTTTTTGTCACATACAATCCTCCTGTCATCGTGTTTGTTACAGACAAGGGAGACGGATGACTTGATGTCAGAATACAATGGTCATCTTCATTCAAACCTCGACAGAGTTTATGTGCAGAGCCACCCCATACCATAAATACAATATTTTTACACTCGGCGTTAAGATATGCAATCAATTTTTCAGTAAATTTTGTCCACAATGTAGTGTGAGCATTCTTTTCCGTGTAGAAATTAGTCAGGGCTGCATTTATCATGAAAACTCCTTGCATTGCCCACAAACCAAGTGATCCATCTGGCGGATTTGATGTCATGTGACCATATTTTATCAAATTTTTGAAAATATTCATGCAAGATTTTGGGATTGGTAATCCAACTGGACCTGAAAATGCTAAACCTGTTGCTTCAGGAATGGGGACTGTAGCGGTACCAAATTTTTCAGCTCCAGGATAAGGATCTTGACCAATAATCACAACATTTATGTCTGACGGACTGCAAATATTAAAAGCTGAAAATACCAATTCTGCTCTAGGAACGATAGTTTTTGGTTGCATCATGTATTCACCTAACTTTTTTTCAATACCTTTGAGAATAGTTTCTTTGTAATTGTCTATGGTATCTACAAAATCATCCCAATCTTTGTTTATTAATAAACTTCTTAGTAAAACTTTTTTGTCTGGAAATGCTTTGTCCCACGATTTGTAATCATACTTTGCAGCTTTTACAAATACATAATCCATTGAACATTTGTGGATAATTGGTTTAATCACTGGTCTTAAGAGTTGTCTCTGGGCCAAAATATCTTCATCATCAGGAACATCTGGTTCGAAATCGGATGGTTTTGCTTTGACAAAGACTACACTGGATGTAGTATCTGCGGAATCAATTTCGTCACTTGCATCCAAATCAGTCATTTTATGATCAAGTAATATTAACAAATCTAATTATCTTTTAGATGACATTTTGGCAATCAATTTTTAATATCAATAAAATAAAAATTGAACACCAAATAGGTTTTTAAACAAAAATTAAATTCATTCAACTATTTTTATGAAATGGAAACTCCGACTGACATTATTGATAAGTTGGTTGGATTGCTCGTAACAGATCAGGAAAATATTGTTCTCCAAAATGCAGCTCGAGATATTTTGCAAACACTGTTGGGGTTCTGTACAATCGCAGGTGGATCCATTATTTATGCCTTAGATAAAGCTCCAATTGAATCTGTTGGCGATGTTGATATATTTGTTTTGGACGGAGATCGTGCAGTTTTTGATGTAGTCGGAGATATTTTCGATCTGATTGAACATCATTTTCAAGCTTATGATTTAACGTTTCCTTTTACAAGAAATGATTTGATATGTGTTTTTGATTTGAAAATTCCTGAATTTGCCAGATCGCTCCAATTTATCTTTGGATCACATCGCACTCCATCAAGCGTAATTGAAAGCTTTGACGTTGATTTTGTTATGTGTGGGTATTTTAATGGACAACTTTACATTACAGATTCTTGTAAAAAAGCACTGTCGACAAAAAAGATTCACACATTTTACAACACAAATTATGTTGGTTTCCGTTTCAAAAAAATGTTAACCAAACAATTTCAAGTTCCGTATTTTGTCCAACAATTAGGTCAAGAGGGCGCTTGTTGGAACACTATTACAAAACAATCTTTATTAGCAAATGTTAAACATTACGAATACTTCACAATCGAATATAATGGCATAACAGGTGCTGACGGCAATACTTATGAGAATCCAATTCTTGTGGGTTTTGATTGTTTATCACAAACAAATATCGATCAAGGCAAATATTCCACAATGAGTTTTGTTAGTAATCTTATAATGAACCGCGAAACCGATAAAACTGTGCATATTGAAGCAATTAGTTTAAAAGTAAAATTTGAATTTAGTCATTATTTTGCTTCCCAAGAAGAAACACAATATCTCATTGATAAATCGACTGATAATTATGATTTATGGTCAATGTTTACGTTTATCACAACGCCAGAATTTCCTGTAAATATTTCTATGGAAACATTTAATAATGTTATTGTTGCTCCACTTTATCGCGATAATCAATTTTATTTACAAATTTACAGCATGGAAGCATTTGAATCTATGCCTGTTAATTTGGCATCATGCAAGAAATCTTTGGCTAAGATTGTTAGAAATGATTAATTTAACCTTAATAAAAAATCAAGGTTAAATTAATCATTTAATATCAACATCAGTTGTTTCAGATTCTGGTTGCAACGTCTTATTTTCGGATTCCCTGATATGAGCATCTTTTGTTTCGCATTCCAGTTGCAACATCTTATTTTTGTTTTGAAGATATTTTGCAACAATTTGCAAAACTTTGATATCGGTGGGTAATTTAATGTCAATCTCGAGCGTGTCTCCATATGTCATTAACATTAATTCCAAAGTTTCATAATGATCAGTAGTTCCCTTCTTATCTCCACAATTTCCTTGCAAATATCCATTTAGTATATTCAATCGAACATGTTCAGGTATCATGTTTTTGGAAATAAAAATACTAATTAGAGTGCATTCATTCAAAAAAATTTCGGTGCCTTTATTTCTATTATTGTACCATAACAACAATTTTTTACTGGATAATGATGTCAAAATTTGTTTTGATAAATTTTTTCGGCGATATTCCAAAATGTAACCAAAATCTTCTTGAGGAAGCATATTAATAAATTTGATTTTGTATTCTGTGTAAGCGTCATCTAAATTTATCAAAAACACGAATTCAGGATCAATGATTTTCATGATTTCAAGTGTTTGATCAAAAGTTTGAGGATCATCATTCATTTTCTGCAGAAGTTTGGGAATTTTTTGCAAGCGCGCATTTTTGCCATTGGCGATGTATGTATGTTGAACTGGCTGTACGGCATTTCCCATTTTTGGAATTAGTTCCAATAAATCTAATATCAAAAAAATGAATTAATAGATATTGTGATGCGCAATTTAAACATGTGTTTCATGGCTCGGTCTCTGTAGAACTTGCAGTTCTTTCCATGTTCCTAATACAAGATTCTTTAGTGTCACATTCTAATTGTAACATTCGAGCTTTGTTTTGAAAATATTTCGCGACAATTTGTGTAACTTTAATATTGGTAGCGAGTGTGACGTCGATTTCAATTTTGTCACCGCATATCATTAAAATTGTTTCTAAAGTTTCGTAATAGTCGGCAGATCCGCTATTTTCGTCACATTTTCCTTGTAAATATGCATTTAACAAAATTAAATGCAGGCGTTCAGGCATCAAACCTTTTGAAACCAAAATACCAATAAGAGCACATTCACTTACAGATACATGTTTATCTTTGCATTTACCATTACTGTACCAATACCATGATTTTAATTTTTCGGCCGACAATAAAGTTAGGACCTTTTTTGATAAATATTGTCTGTGAGTATTTAGAATATGGTTAAAATCAATTTGCGGAATCATGTTAAGAAATTTTGCTTCCAGCTCTGCGTATGTATCACCAGAAATTTTTGTCAGAAATAAAAATTCAGGATCAGTAATTTTAATCACACTCAAAGTTTGGTCAAAAATTTGTGGGTCGTCCATTCTTTGCAATAACTCAATAATCTTATGCAGCTGTAAATCATCATTATTAGCCGGAACATTATGTTCAGCAGTTTGTGTTTGCGTGTTTCCCATCGGATACACAATAGAAACTTTCCAATAAATTTAAGAGTAAATGTACACAATAACAGATATTGCATGAACGCAATTTTTAATTTTGTTTTGAGAGTATTCTTAAAACAAAATTAAGTGCGATTCGATTCGAATTCTTTAATACAGGCTTCTTTGGTATCGCATTCTAGTTGCAACATTTTAGCTTTGTTTTGGAAATATTTGATAACTATGCGCGATATTTTAATGTCAGTAATTGTATCGGGTGCAATCTCAACTTCGTTAGCGTACATCATTAAAAATAAGTCAATTGCTTCATAATGAGTAATTGAACCAGAATAATTCCCACAGCAGCTTGCCAAAAAATTTTTTAACGCTGTGGTGGGAAATTTAGGATCCTTAAATAAATTTTTTGAAGTAATAACGACAATCAGATTTATTTCATCACATTTAACATGTGAAACACCCTCCTCATTATACCATAATGAAAGCTTTTCCGTTGACAACAAATTCAAAATTTTTGCTGATAACATTTTTCGTTGAGTCATCATGAATTTATTGAAAAGATTTTGTGGCAGCATATTGATAAATTTGATTTGAAAATCCAAAAATTTTTCGTCAGAAATTTTTGCTATCAAATTAAAATCTGGATCAATAATGCTAATCGTATCGACTAATATCTCATTTACATTTGGTTCATCCATTTTCAATAACAATTTTTGGATTTGCTGGAGTTGTGTATCTGCCATTTTTGGAAGAATGCTTGTTTAATCGATACCATTCATATCTAATGATATTGATTATGCAATTTTTTTGGAATTATTTTTTATTTGATTCGTATTCTTTAATACAAGCTTCTTTAGTATCGCATTCCAGTTGCAACATCTTGGTTTTGTTTAGAAGGTATTTGGCGACAATTTTCATAATACCAGAATCAGTAATTAATGTAATATCAATTTCTAATTTGCTTCCATGAATCATCAAAATCAATTCTAAAGTTTCCAACATGTCCGAATATGCATGATTTTTTTCTTGTAAATATTTATTCAACAATGGTTGCAAGTCGGCTTCAGATATTAGATTTTTATCTAACAAAATTCTAACAAAAACGAACTCAGATGAGAAAACATTTTTGCTGGAGTTTGTTTTGTACCAAGTTACCAATTTTTTGTTTGACAATTGGTTCAAAATTTCTTTTGAGAAATATTTCCTCAAGTTATTCATCACATAATCAAATTCAGCTTGCGGAAGCATATTGATAAATCTTATTTTGAATTTTTCATAAGACTGATCAGCATGACTTGCTAAGAAATTGTATTGAGGATCAATGACTTTGATTATTCCAAGTATTTGTTCAAGACTGTCAGAATCTTTCATTTGTTCCAATAACTTTGGAATATATTGCAGATTAACATTTTTTATAGCATCCTGATTTTGGTGATGTTGTTGTACAGTGTTTCCCATTTGGTTAAAATTTGACAACAGCAATAAATCTAATTATTGAATATGCTGTTGTGAATGTTGCAAAGTGCAATTTTTATTTAAACTAGCTTTGCTTCCAGATCTTTAATACACGATTCTTTGGTATCACATTCTAGTTGCAACATCTTTGTTTTGTTTTGAAGATATTTGATAACCATACAAAAAATTTTGTTATCAGTGATGGTCTCTGGATTAATTTCAACTTTATCTCCATATGTCATAAGCAACAAATCAACTGTCTCATAATGTGATGGTGTTCCATTCATTTTTCCGCATCTACTCGCTAAAAACGAACTCATTATGCCAACATATTGATTTTCACAAATTAGAAGATCTTTCAAAACCACAACATTAACGATATCTATTTCATCACAATAAAGCTTTCCAACATTTTCAGCATACCAGATGCTCAGTTTTTCTGTTGACAACAATTTTAAAATTGCCATTGATAATTTTGTTCTGTAAGTATCTAATACATAATTAAAATGGTTTTGAGGAAGCATATTAATAAATGTTGCTTTCGGTTCGGCAAACTCATTATCAATAATTTCAACCAAAAATGAAAATTCTGGATCAATAATTTTAATCACATCAATAGTTTGGTTTAACATTTGAGGATCATTCATTTTTGGCAATAGTTCCGTAATATTGCGTTGTAATTGTTCATTATCGGTAACGTTGGTGGATTTTGCAGAAGTATTTCCCATTTGACAAAACCAATAAATTCGACACTCAAAATATATGATCCCAGATATTGTAAATGCGCAATTTTTAATTTTATTTTGATTTTATCGTAATGAAATTAAGATTTGTTTGTCTCGACACTGGCAATAAATTGTTCTTTAGTATCACATTCCAGTTTTAACATTTTGTTTTTGTTCAATAAATATCTCATCACCATTCGCGAAATTTTGATGTCAGTAATATTTTCTGGAATAATATCAATTTTGTCACCGTATGTCATCAATAATATTTCGACTAACTCGTAATGTGCAGCTGTTGATGTTGCCGAACCACAATTACCTTTTAAATATCCATTTACTAAGTAATCCCAAGTATTTTCAGGGATCAAATTTTTTGAAACCAATATCCTGATAAGACCAACTTCATCACAAAGGACTTCGTTTCCACGTGTTGTGTACCATATACTGAGTTTTTCTGCAGACAATGATTCCAAAGTTTTCGTGGGAAGATTTTTTCTATGCAAAGCCATGAAACGGTTAAAAAGATCTTGTGGTAGCACGTTAACGAATTTGATTTGGAAATCCAAAAATTTTTCGTTAGAAATTTCGGCTATCAAAAAAAAATTAGGGTCAATGCAACTGATGGAATCGATTATTGTTTCACATAATTCAGGATTATCTATTTTTGATAACACCCTTTGAAGTTGTCCAAGTTGGGAGTTATCATTACAGTCAGACATCTTTGTTAGATGAATAATTACTTTACTATAAGGTTCAAGTTCAGCGGTATTTATTGTGCAATTTTTAATCAAAAACTTTTGATTAAAAATTGGTTGTCAAACTAATTATTTATTTTCGAGATCTTTGATACAAGATTCCTTGGTATCACATTCAAGTTGCAACATCTTGTTTTTGTTTTGGAGATATTCCACTATGATATGCAAAATTTTGGGATTGGTTGCAATTGTTGCGTCAATTTCAACTTCGTTACCATAAGTCATCAACAATAATTTGAGGAAATTGTAATGTTCTGGTGTTGAATCATTTTTCCCAAGTTTTCCTCTTATATATGCATCGATCATGTGTTTGCGACCTTGTGTTGTTGTGATTGCATTTTTTTCAACAAGAATTTCAAATACTCTGATTTCACTATAATACAATCCATCCAGAGGACCAACAGAATACCACGATTCCAATTTTTCATTCGATAACAACTTTAGAACATCAATGTGTAATGTCGCGTTGTACTTATTAAGTACGCGGTTAAAATCCGGTTGGGGTAGTATGTTTATGAACTTTGACTGAAACGCAATGTTCAGTGGTCCCGTTATTTTTGCCAAAAATGAAAAATCTGGATCAATTAGCTTTACCATATCCAATACTTGATCAAAAGATTGTTCGTCAGATATTTTTGGAAGCAATTTTGCGATGATTTTGGTAGATTCATCTTCTTTATCAACGCATTGCTTTGGATTACTACGTTTATCATCAGGCAGACCTTTTTCCATGACAGATTCAGCTGACTTAGTATCCATCACGCAAGAACTGCTTATTTTTAGGATAAAATATGATTAATATTTTGTTTTTGCAATTTTTTACAAAAATAAAAAATTAATCAGTTTTTGCGAGTGCATCTTTTGTATTGCGTTCTAATTTGAGCATGGATGATTGGTTAGCGTAATGTTCGGCAATGATTTTCAAAGCTGCGTTGCTCATATTATCGGTAAATTTGATTATAAATCTGCCATCATACACAATTAGCATGGATCGTAATGCTGATTTATATCTTTGTAGTGTTTGTGCATAAAAATCTGATTTGGGCACTGTCTCCCAAAATGGGTACATATTGACAAATTCGTTTACAAAATCGTCTTCGCAATTTTCTGTTAATAAGTCTTTCAAAACTAATGCTTCAATTATGGCGAACTTTCTTTCTTGAATTATTTTTTCATATTTTTGCTCTGCAAACCAATTTTTCAATTTATCATGTGATAACGCACCTAATGTTTCCGACATAAGGTAGTTTCCGGATTTACTGAAAAAATCATTAAATTCATCTTGCGTTAATGCGCTGATAATTTTTGCCTGAATTGTCGCATATACAGGATCTTTGATATATGACAAACCATCAAATTTTGGATCAACAAGTTTAATTGTGGCAATGATTACATCGACTATTTCAGGATTGTTTACTGCCTTATCAAGTAATTTAACGATGGAATCCATGGAAACACTGGATTCAAACTACTAAATATTAAACGATAAAGTGTTTACTAATATTTTATTTGTGCAATTTTTGTGCAAATAAAATTATTTTTCAACTGAAAGAGCTTCTTTAGTGCTGGTTTCCATTTTGAGCAAGGAAACTTGATTTGTTAGGTGTTGCGTTATTACTTGCAGCGCGATCTTATTTATGGATTGTGCGAAATCAATCGTGTATCTGCCGTCATACACTACCAACATCGTTCGTAACAATGTTTTGTACGCACCCAAAATAAATGGAGACCGCAATATTGTCGATTTGGAAATTTGGATAAACTTATTAATAAGTTTAGTTTCTGAATCCTCGGGAAGCACATCTTTTGAAACCAACATATCGACGAATCCATACTCTTCGTTCTCCATTAGCATTTCAAGTCTACGATGTTCGCCTAGCCATTGTTTCAATTTGACACTTGATAATCTTTTCAATGTGCCAGGCATCATATATCGTCTATTTTCTTCAACAAGAACTTTGTTAAAATCATCTTGCGGCATAGCATTAATAATTTTTGATTGAATTTCCGCGTATGCTGTATCTGAAATTGATGCCAAGCCTTTGAATTTAGGATCAACTAATTTAATAGCACCAACAATTAAATTAGCTGATTCGGGTGTTACCATAGCATCATCAATAAGCTTAACAATGGCGTCCATTTTCACAAGGTTTTGGTAGGAATACTACTAAATATTTAGCAACACTTTCTAGTATTTTATTTTCGCAATTTTTTATTCAACAACTAATATCCATTTGGATCCTTCCTTTCTGGCTCCATGTTTCTCCATAATATCAGCAAACTTATCCATTGTTTTGTTAAAATCAATAACATATTTGACATACTGAATGTCATCATAAACTCCTGAACCGATTGGAACAGGATCTTCTTCCGTTGGAGTTGGTTGATTCGCACTGATTTCTTTTGGGCTTAACCTTCGAATACTAATCGATGGGTTGAAATTGACTCTGGTTTCTTTTTGAATTGAGTTGATGATTGATTGAACTCTGTCTTCCAGATTCAAAGGGAAAGGAATTGTTGGATGATTTGCTGGAATTCTCAGATAGGTCATCTTATTACCAAGCGCTGTTGTTGAATATTTTTCCAGTGCGTATAACTTATCTCTGATTGCATCACAAGCCGGTTCTCTGGATACAGATTTATCGCCCAAATCCAGATTCAATAATTTAGACACAGTGCGAATGTAACCTTTGTTTTTAGAAGTGGCACAAACTGCACCATTGAGACTAGGAATTCCAGTTTCTCTCTTTTTGGAATTGTTTGTGGGTCTGGCTTCTCTAATTTTGAAAACATCTTCGACTTCAGAAGTTCTAACCTTCTTTCTGGTCGATTCTTTGTCAACAATACCGACATATTCGAATTCAGGTCTAGAATTGTAATAATCTTGAACTGAGTCGAAATCATATGGTTCAATGCTGAATTCAATATCGGTATTTTCTTCATCAGTTGCTCCTTTGTAAGATTTGTAAGCTTGAGTTCCGTGAATATGATCTCGAAGACTGACTTTATTAACAAGATCACTTTCAGGATGCGTGCGATAGTACATGGGTGCATCTTCATTGAGATCATACATTTGGAAAATGTAAAATTTGTAACGGTAGATCAAATAGCCCGGTCTATTCAAATTATCAGTCAACGTATCCTTAAAGTTATTAAAATCATTGTTAGTTTCGGGCAGAAGATCATCTAAAGCTTGATACACGTAAAAATCATCAAACAAATCTTTTTTATCGCCAGTGTAAGCTTGTTTTACATAATCTAGAATTTCAGTTGCCGTATAAACATGTTCAAGCTTGTACATTTCTTTAATTCGGTCTTTTGCAAAATTGATTTCTTCTTTGGCCAAAGATTTATTGTAAGTTGAATAATCAATTTCACTTTTTTGCAGTTTACGATAAATTGCTCTGGATTTATCATAGAACTTAGCATTTAGCATTTTGTCTCCACACTTAAACTGGCATGGCATATATCCGCAAATCGCGGGACAAGGTTTATCCGTGGAACCTTGCACACAATCACCATATCGCTTAATTTCTTCTGGAAATATGTTCGCATTAATGTTCAGTGGACAATCTATTGCTTCTTCTTGCATAATTCTCTCAGTTTCTTTGATTAGACGATATTTTGCTTCGGCTCTTTTATAAAGTTCTTCCTCAGAGGACAAGTTTGTTCCGCCGATTAACATACCTTTTGGTAAAGAAACTGTGTATTTGAAAATATCAACTTTTGGATACATTATCTCATCATAAATACTAAGATGTGTGCAAAAACGAATTCCTCTACCAATTACCTGATCAACGCGTCCTAAAGTAAAATGTACATCCAAAATATGAATTTCTTTAATATTTCTCAATGTCATACTTTCACTCATAACTTTGGATCCCAAAACAATTTTGATAAATTTGCCGTCCTTATTTTCAGCACTATTAAAGGTATTTCTCATTACAATATGTTTTTCTTCTGGAATATCTGCCATGTCATCTGTTTTTCCGGTAACTGTGAGAAATGTTGCTGGGCTAAATTGGTGTTTTGGTATGGATTTGGGGATATTTGAATGTCCACCAAAGCGATGACCACAAAAATAGCATCTGGTATCTTCGGCAACTGTGTAATTACCAGGTTGAATTTGATACTCAACATAACCATTTCTTAACAATACTTCCTTAAAAACATTAGTTCCGTTTTGCACAAAATTAGAATGAACAAAAACTAGACCTGAACCTCTGGCTCCATAAACCGTTTCATTAATATTTTTTAGCGCTGTGGAAAATTTAACGGAAAAAAATGGCAAATATTGTTCATGGAAAATATCACCTGTAATATTTCCAGTGAATTTTGAAATTTGCATTAGGTTATTTGGATGTTTAACATCAAATTTTGATAAAATGGTTGTCGCGACCTTCTTACATAATGCTTCTTGATTGTTTTCCAGTTGGGCTTTAACGTCAGCCATACCACTAATACCAAAATAACCTTCAAGTTCGCCCTTTGAATTTTTGCTTTTGGAAAAACCTGGGAAAACAAAATTTGCGACTGCTGCTGAAAAATGATTTAGTCTATCTTCCATTGTGTCTGCTTTTGCATAGGTTTCGAGTTGGAACCCTGACATGAAACATCTGATAACTTTGGTAAAATCAAGTCCAGGAGGAATTTCACCTTTGTCAACGCGCTCGGCAAAAGTCAGTGGATCTGAACCTCGCAAATAAGAAACATATCCTCTAACCATGTCTCTAAAGTATTCTCGACCTCCTGGTCTGAATGTCATTTCTGGACTAGATGGTCCTTGGAATATTTTATCGCGGACAATAGGATCATCTCTAGGTCTCATTAAATTAATTAATTCAATCACATCATCTGCATAGTTCTTTGCTGGAGTCGCACTTAGTAAAACAATTTTAAGATTTTTACTGTTAGCAACAATTGTTTTTAATGCATCACCATATTGATTTTTTGTGATATTATGAGCTTCATCAACAATCAGTAATGTGTTATTTAAGCTATCAATATGTTCAACTGACCTATCACGTTCAACTTCTCCAGTGGTAAGCTTGCGATTTACACTTTTAAGTTTACCGTCTTTGATGACTTTATCTTTGATTTTCTCACCAAGCACTCTCTTGTAAAATGATTTGTAGGTAATAATTCTGTAATATTGCTGAATTAAATCATTTGCTTGTTTATTAATTTTTGCTTCTCTGGCTGCATCAACAACTGCTGTTTTATCTTGAAAAACACTAAGATATGTTTCACCTGTGCACTTACGAATTTCAGTCAAGAAATTTTGTTTATTAAGTGGACCAGGGACCAAAACATAAATGCGTGTACCATATTTTTCCACCAAAGGTTTGAATTTTTCAGCAATTGCAACAGCTGCACAAGTTTTACCTACACCTGTTCCATAATACAATAAAAGACCTTTGTATGGAGTTTCAGGATTAATGAAATTTGATACAAGCGTTTGTGTTTCAGTGAGTTTGAAATTACCTCCACATTTATCATCTCTGTATTCTTTAACAGCCTCATCTGTTGTCAAAATACCTCGCTCAGGGACTGAATTTAGAATAAACTCACGTTTGACATAAATGGATTCTTGAAAATTTTTTTGTGAAGGAAGAGGATAAGAATGATCTTCTAACATCAATTCCTCTAATTGTTCTTGTGTAAGAGGTTGAACTGAACTCAAATAATCGTCATCTTCTTCTATGTCTTCTGTTTTCAAATGTTTGGCAAACTCCATTGGCACTTATAAATGCTTAACATAAATTTCGATTTTTATTTTAGCGAACAAGTCCACTAAAATAAATCTGAAGTTCAGAATTTCGACGGAAGCTCCGCTTTCTCTGAAATTCAGAATTTCCTTTTGCCTCGCAAATAGGAAATAATGTATCGCGACCCGAGCGGAGCTCGGTCTGCGATTCAGAATTTAATCAAGCTTAGGCTCGAGTTATCAATTGCAAGCGTTTTGTACCAAATATTTAGATAAAATCTTGCACCAAGTGCCTATTTCAAAATGTTATCTATATATAGAAGAATGGCTACTAGAAATCGCACCACATCAAAAACTAAATCAACACCCGAACGATTTTTTCATCACTCATTTGATAGGTTGAAATGTACTGCGGATAGAATTGGTTCGCTCAAAAATAAAAAAGTTTTGGATGAAATATTAAATGTTTTTTTAACCGATCCTGCTGTTGCTAAAACTTACACTCAAACTGAAAACAACACTGTGTTGTTTGATTTATCTATTGTCAGTGATAAAACTGTAGATGAAGTTATTGAAATTCTGGATCGTGAATATGAAGATAATCGCAGAAAAATTGATGCTGAACCCATACTTCTGGGTCCAGCTTCAAGTACAACTAAACATGAACTTAGACCTATGCCCACAACTTATGCACATCAACTTTTTACTAAAACACCAAGCAAAATTATACCAAAAGTCGAAACTATTGAAGAAGAACCAATAGAAATGGAACCACCTAAAAAACTTGCTAACCGAAAAAAAAAATTGGGATAAAAATTGCGATCATTAACTATCACTAAATTATCAAAATGCAAATATAAACATTCAAGGTCTCTTATAAATAGGGAGGGATGGCAGTCTTGTCTTCGTCCGATAGCCTGAAGGCTGTCGTTTACAAACAAAATGGCGAACATCACACAACCATATCCTTGATTGATTCCAAAAAAGAAATGTCCCTGCAACGCATATTTTCTCATTTAACAGGAGATCCGCATTTTTTAATCACGATTACGCGAACAAAAAATTCAGGATTAACAACAGACCCCAAAGCTGGTTTTTTTTGGGGTCACGAAACGACTGATTCAAGTGATTCTATTCAAGCCATGCGTTCAAATTTGCTAAACCAAATCCAAACACAAGACTTTGGATTTTTTCCAAAGAAACTCCAAGATATTTTGCCATCCAATTCATTTATTAAAAAGGGAATTAGGCACAGAATTGAAAAAGTAGTGAATGTAAGGCAAAATGATCCAACATCAAAAGGGAAGTTCAAAATTGTTTCAGTCAGGCGAAATGTAAATGTATCATTTCTAAACAGTCTGAATATGATTTTGGTTAAAGAATGTCGAGAAGCAAATGAATTGGATCAAGATTTGTTTTTAGATTCTTTTGAAAAATTTATTGCAACTAAAATTACAAAAAATTACTACCACATTGATAAGGATACCAATACCAAAAAAATGCAAGAAAAAAATAAGAACCTTTTAGAGTTAATGGGATCAGAATTTGTTTCTGAAACTTTAATACAAATCATCATAAACATTTTCGAATTAAATTTGTTAGTCTATGATGTGATTAACGATAGGTGTTATTTTTATTGGGCTCGTGGTAAAACATATCCACATGTTAACTTGTTTAACAGATTAGTTTTTATGACAAGAACAGATGGAGTTTATGAACCAATTATTGCAACGGCAAATGTGGATATCGACATGGATCAACAAACTTATGTTAAAATTTTAACTGATGAACGAATTCAAGCTGTACCTGAAATTGACATGAATTTGCAAAATTATGAATACATTTCTTCATGGGGAGATAATATCACAGCAGCAGAGTATGCACATATTTTTAATAGATATTTCGATCACATTCAGGACATGCAACCATAAGATATCAAATGATAAATTCTTTTGAATAAAAGTTATGTTTAATTTTTATTCAAATATTCGACATATCATCATATAAACATTATAATATTACACTCCGTTAATCTACACAGATGTCACTCAATTTTGAAAAATTATCCATAACAAAAGCCAGATCTTGTAGATATCCCAGACAAGAGGAAGATTGGGTCAATGAACCCATTTACGACGACCAAAATGGATGGTTTGATTTGGGATATCAAGATTTAAAAAAAGTGCCACTGCATTTCAAAGAACTTAGTGTTTTGGTGCAGTTATTTGTTGACAATAATCATCTAACGGCTCTACCCGATGCTGTAACTTTACCAAATATCACATATCTATCATGCGGACATAATGAACTAAAAACTGTTCCTATGTATCCAAAACTCGTGCACCTGGATTGCAATGGAAACCAAATACGATCACTTGAAATATACACTGGATCTAAATTAGTATATTTAGATTGCAGTTCAAATACATCTATTATTCTACCAACTAAATTAGATCATCTAAAACATTTGTATGCGTCAGAAAACAATTTGAGTGCAATTAATTTCAAAAGTTTTCCAAGTCTGCTTTATGCAAATTTATCGCAAAATAATTTCCATACACAATTTTCCTTAAGGTTTGCTTTTGTGTTGGTTGAACTGGATATTAGCAAATCTAATATTTCAAACTTTATTGATGAAATCGATGCCAAAGCATTACGAAACCTCAACATTTCACACAATTTACTTAAGAGTGCACCTCTATCAATGCCAAATCTTACAGATTTGGATATCAGTTTTAACCAATTGGTTTCATTGGACAAAGAATATCCACTATTGAAGAAATTAACTGCTGATAACAATAAGCTTCGTTTTATTTGTAACCTGCCTAATCTTAAAAAATTATCAGCTCCGCATAATAAATTTGAGCTTGTTCCAAAACTTCCAAAACTAAGATACATAGATCTTAATCACAATTCTCTAAGAGAAGCTTATGTAAAATCGGACCTAAAATATTTGTACGTTGTATCAAATCCATTGAATTTGGAAAGTCCTTTTACTTTTGCATCACAAATTTCAACAAAATTGCGCGAAATTTCGATGTCTTATCCTGTTTACCTTGCAGCTTTAGTAAAGAAACAATTGCCATTAATTACATCAAGCCAGATTACGATTGATAGAAAGAAAATTGTTTCAGTTTTCACCAAATTACTTGCAGCTGTTGATGAAGAAACTCTTTTAGTAATTCTATCTAGCATTATCAAAGAATTTGTGGAAACTACTTTAGATAATGTCCCGTCTATGATAAATAATTTGTCACGCGGCATCGCCAAACATTTAGGTTTAGGCAAACCTGAAACTGCGATTGTTAAAAACAATATCATTAACGTTTACCATAAAATTGCAACAGTCAAATTATTTTTTAATAATGCTGATGAAAATTTTGGTGATGAAGATCGCAATTTGGATGCACTTAAAACAACAACGGTTTCAAAAAATAGTTAGAATAAATTCTAACTATTTTTCGAAAACTTTGTTAATTTGGCTTCCGCCAAATTAACAACGGTTTCAAAATGCAATTAAAACTTAATTGTGTTTCGAATAAATTCTAGTTATTTTTCAAAAAAATTGCTAATCAATATTCGCTTTACCAAAAGTTATTACGTTTACCATAAACGTAGTAATCCAAAACTGTGTGTGGATAAAGTTTATTTTAGTTAATACTGAAACAAAATATAAAATTAACCGAACTAGATATTAATTAAGTTTAGAGGAAATATATTTTGAAGATATATGCAAACCATGAGCCTCTTAACCGACGCTGAGAAATCCGAAATAGATAAACTGCTGCAAATCTATGCAAAAGTTAAAAATAAGGAGTTCGAAGTTTCGTTTTATAAGGTAAGTGAAGCAGAATTTCCACGCATTTCAGGTTACTTTATTGATGAAGCAGATCCAAATGATATTTCTCAGGAAACTACTTTGGATATCTCTGTTAAGCTCAGTGAGAAAAACACGATCCGTTTCACTTTGAAAACAGAACAAGCAATCAGATCTTTCAGAGCGAGATTTACTGATAGTAGCACCAAAAGCGATATTATTAAATATTTGCTAGCTCTCTCAGCAAAACCGTCTGAAATTGAAATCATTTACAAAAATAGAAAGACTGCCGACAAATATCCAATTGATGACTTGAAAAGTGTGTTTAAGTTGACAGACGAAATACCCTATGATAAAAAAACTGAGATTAACATTAACGGAAATGAAAAATTTGTTTACAGATTAAAAAATAGAGCATCCATATCATTTGATGGTAAAATGAGATTGGATATGACGCAAACTATCACAGCCTTTGAATTAAAATCTTTGTTAAAAGTTAGTCCTAAATTGGAACTTGAATTAGAAGCTTTGAGTCAGAAATTGACGCTCAATGAATTGGTTAAATACTATTCAAAAGTTATTTCAGTAATCCAAGATTCAGAAGTTCCATTGAGAGCTATTGAAATCAATAAAGTACTAACTCTTTACAAAACAATGTTACCCAGATCTCCAGCACATCATTTGGATTCCAGAAATCCGATTTCAATGGAAGTTCAACATCTGGTTAAATTTGTACCAAATCGTTATTGTGTTACTGATAAGGCAGATGGTAATAGGTATTTTTTGCTAATAGATGATACTGGTTCTGTGTACTTTTTGGATTACCATTTGAATGTCAAAAAGCCTATTCTTGCTAAAGTCAACAAGGCATATTTCAATACAATTTTGGATGGAGAATTAGTCCAATTAGAAGAGCCTGATATGAAATTATTTATGGCTTTCGATGTTGTTTATGCTAAAGGTATTGATTACAGAAAAGCTGCTGATAATACAATTGCTTCAAGAATTAACGTAATGAACGAAGTTATTGACAAGGCATTTGGAAATCTGATTCCATTTGAAAATTATACAGACAGGCACACAAATATTGATCAAGCAAGTATGCGTACTTTTTATGAGAAAGCTTTGGATTCCTATTGGAAAACTTTCAAAAAAATAATTTCCAAAAAAGGAACCGCTGAATCTAAAACATTTGTAACAAGAAAGTTATATTTCATTCCTACCGGAATAAATCCTTCAGAGGTATTTATGTATGCGGATATGATTTGGACACTGCTTGTTTTTGACAATATGGCTCCATACAATTTGGATGGAATCATTTACACGCCAATTAATTCACCTTACATGATCGAAATTTCTGGTAGTGACACTTATGACAGTGTTGCATTGGAATACAAATGGAAGCCTTCAAATCACAATTCAATTGATTTTTACATAAAATTCCAAACTGATAATACAGGAAAAGAAGCAATTTATGAAGATAATTCTTCAATTGAAGGTCGCGGTCGACATTACAAGATTGCCCAATTGTATTCAGGTAACATTAATGGTTCGACTGAACGACCTGTGCCATTTAAAGTTAACGGAATTGAACAAAAATCTTATATCTACATTGATCCAACTATTGGAACAACAGTCGATGCAGATGGTGATGCTATTAACAATTCAACCGTTGTGGAATTTATTTTTGATAATGAATCTTTGGATCTGGGAACAGGTGCATGGGGTGACAATGGTTACAGATGGATTGCACAAAAGACTCGCTATGACAAAACAGAATCTGTTAATAGGTTTGGCAAGCGTTATGGAAATCCATTGCATATTGCGAACAGAATTTGGAGGTCAATTGTTTATCCAATTAGCACTGAAGACATTAAGAGTTTGGGTAATCCTGATACTTATGAACAAGCTTATGCTAGAATGGCTGAGAGACAAAATAGTAGATCAGGTGGAGGAACAACAAAAAATACCACTTACTATCAGAAAGTATCAACAGATGCTCCCGGCATGAGAGCTTTTAATAATTTTGTCAAAAGTAACATGATTATCTCTTATTGTCAACCAGGATCAAGAGCTTTGGACATTGGTTGTGGTAGAGGAGGTGACATCAAGAAATTTGATGCCGCTGGTGTTGGTGAATATGTTGGGATTGACATTGATGCCAATGGATTATTTGTTATTAATGATTCCGCATTAAAACGTTATCAATCACTCAAAAAAACAAAACGCAACGTTCCACCGATGACTTTCATCCAAGCTGATGCTAGAGCTTTGTTTACACCCACTGCACAGAAAAATGTGAGCACACAAAACTCTGCTTTGATTGCCAAATATTTGTCTGGAAAAAATAAATTTGATGTTGTAAATTGCCAATTTTCCATCCATTACTATTTGTCAGACAAGACTGCTTGGAAAAACTTTTGCCAAAATATGAACGATCAATTAGCTCCTGGAGGTTACTTTTTAGTAACATGCTTCGATGGCGAACTGATTTATTCACAACTTAAGGGAAAAAAAAATTTGAGCGTCACATTTACTTCCAACAATGGAAAGAAAGATACATTTTTCGACATTGTCAAAATTTATGATGATGCAACGGTTGACGTGAAAAATGGTTTAGGTATTCCAATTGATGTTTACAATTCATTAATTTCATCTCAAGGAACTTACAATAGAGAATTTTTAGTTTTCCCCGACTACTTAATAGATGAAATGGATAGTAAATGCGACATGGAACTTGTTGAATCTGACTCCTTCTTCAACGTTTTTAACCTTTACAGAAATTTGTTTTCTGGTGAAAATGAAAAATCTTTGGTACCAATGCCAAGCATAGCTTTGGCTAAGTTTAATATTATCAAAAATTATTACGAAAGCATTAGTGGATCCAGTGCCGTAACAGATCAAGATGCAGCTATGGCTAGTTTTAAACTGCTTGCATTAAATCGTTATTTTGTTTTCAGAAAGAGATCTGGTGCTTCCACAGAATTGAAGAGAATTGTTGGTATGAATCAAAATATTAACCTTGGACCCATTATTGGTCCATATTTCAATAAAAATCATCTGTATGTTGACAATGCAGTAAGTTCACCTGATTACAAAAGACTTCAACGATCTATCAAACGAAAATATAATGTTGATCCAAGCATTTACATTTTGGAAGCAGGATATGGTCCATCTGATCCCAAAGTTCTGGATGAAAATATTCGCCTATCAAAAATTCATGAAGGTAAAAATCCCGACAAAATAGCCATTCTTTACAAAGATGCGAAAACATATTATCCAGTATATGCTAAACAATATTTAGATTTTAATCCTGATGTGCAAATGATGATGGGTGGTGCGGAAAAAAAATCTTATTTACTTGATTCAGATACAATTGTTGATGATCTGGATTTCATGTTAAGTGTACGTGAAGCTGCGAATAAGAATATTTAAATTTTTTAACAGTAAATAATTTACGATTAAAAAATCAACGCTTTTAATAGAAAGTAAATAAGTTTCAAGGTATAACTCTAAAATGAGCGAATCAAAGCCATTGATATACACTTCCGCGGTATCAAAAGAACCTTTGGTTTTGGATCAAACTAAAATAAAATTCAGTCCAAATCCAAATCCGCAACTAATAAAATATGGATTCAACAATTTGTTACACACATTAGATACAGTATCAGTAATTTCGAACCCTTATTGGATTTATGGTTTGTCAACAAATTTTTCTGAAGATTTTGAAACTACACAGCAAATTAAAAAAACTTTTGGAATTAAGCACTTTGACAGAATAACTGCAATTATGTGGGAATTGTTAAATTTATTTGGTCTCGTTAACCAGACAACAACATTAGCCACATCAGCAAATTCTGATATTGGATCTAATCAAACAACAAGTTTAACTCATATGTTTAAAAAACAATTTGATTTGAATTTGAAATTTAGTTCTTCAAACTCAGATATTTTTTTTGTTTTGGTATCTGCAAATACTGATTTGGAAGAAAATGCAGCCTTGTTGATGGTTATTAAAGAACTTGCATCAACTAAGCACAAACGAGGATCTAACATAATTTTGCAGTTATTTTCCACACAAACTTCTGCTAGTGCTGAATTAATTACTTATTTGAGTAGTTTGTTTGATGCAACATATTTAGTAAAACCTGTTAGTAGTAATGATTTAATTGATTCTAAATACATAGTTTTTATTAATGCAAAAACCGATTTTCAATTTCCATCAGTAAAAATCCCTGGGAAAACCTTCATCCAAAGTTTTGGAATTAAGTCAATACCAATGGACATTACAAATATGATTCAGTGTTCAAACAGCTTATTAATTCCTGCTAAATATCACACCTACAATAAAATTCAAGCTTATTTAAAAACAGAAGTTTATGAAGGCGCAACATATGTTGAGCTAAAAAACGCTCAAATTGCTAATGTTGAGCAATGGATTAAAACATTTTCCGACAAGGATCTAATCCAAAAGGCATTTGATGATGGCGTCAAGTTAACTGACAAACGCTGTACGCGATATGCTAATTTATTAATTAATTAATTTTTGAAAAATTAACTAATTTATTTTCTTTCAACTTCACTAAAGTAAGCACTTTCAAGCTTGCTTGCCAATTCTTCTTCCTTGATTAAACCTCGGTCTTGTTGATCTTTCAAATAAAGAGCTCTGACAACTGTTTCCATATTTCCATCAAATACCATCTTGAAGATATGATCATACTTGGCCAAAGATGGAAATTCATCCTGCATTTGTTGATTTTGGCTGGCAAAACCTAGAGCCTTTACTGATGGATGCTTGAGTCTAAGTTGCATACGCTTAATGTCATCAATTATCGACAAAATAGTTGGAGAACTAATATGCTTGAGGGCAGATTTTCTAATTTCGTTTTCTGAATGAACAGAGTTACTGCTTGACATATTTTTTAAACACTAATAATCATTATTTACTAGTATTTAAAACGATTTAACGAGATTTACTTTTGGTTGCCTTTGATGGTATAACAGGAGCTTCTTCAGATGATTCATCTAGTTCTTCAGAAACTTCATCTTCGCTATCTGAATCTAATATCTTTACAGTCGAAACATAAGAGAATTTTTCACCCAAACTCGAAATCTGTTTGCTGAGAATTTTGTGCACTGGTTTATTATTTTCTCTGGTAATACCCATTACTTTATGACAAGCATTGAGTCTATCAATACCTTTGTGGATACGGGGAAGTTCAAAACCATGTTTTGTATGCATAAAATCCAGTAACTCCTTTTTCTGACATAGCTTAAGTCTAAGATTGTTATCGGTGATGACAAACGTCTTTGATTTATCTAATTTGTTGAGAGCATTCATATAACGCTGTTTAACGGTTTCATAACAGGTTGAAATTGGAATATCAGGATTTTGTGTTGTAGCTGGTTCGGATTCTGAAGTAAAACCATACTCTTCATTTTCTCTTATGGACTCAAATATTTTTTCCATAGACCCATATTTCAGTATCAATTTGTAAGCTCTGGCCGGACCTAAATCTGGAATACGTTCGCAATAATCTGTACCACAAAATGTGGCAAGTTCAACAAATTGTTCCATTGATAGTTTCATATTTTCGAGAATTTTTTTGAGTGAATAAACAGTGATCTCATCGTCTGTGCCAATCATTCCAAAAAATAAATATGGTGCTCCCAATGGTAACATATCTGAATCATTTGAACAAACACCTCTAACATAAGGATCATCATTCTCATCAGTTCTGGCGGCTAACCATGCACAAACATCATCAGCTTCTTCCGGAGCTTGGATGAAGGGTACACCCATCAGATCCAACAAAATCTTGGCTTCTGTTATGTCCTGATCACTTAAACTAAATGTTTGAGTAAAATTTTTTATGAAAAGTTGTTGGCGTTCTGCATAATTATTTTCATCAGATTCTGTTTCAGCAAGTTTATCAAGCACAGCTTGGGCTTTCTTCTTCTTTTCTTTGCGCTCTACAGCAGCATGCGATTTCAAATCTAATGGTTTACCATCAAATACGTAAATTGGTGTGATACCACCTTCCAAAAACTTGATAGTTTTATAAAATAGACCAGATAAATGACTGGTCAATTGACCTTGACTATTAACTAAATCGGCTCCACTTGATCTAACTGCTGCACTTACACTATGCAACATCAAACTTGTGTCAACTGCAACACTAAATCCACTGAACTTACTTCTTGAATATTTTTTTACTCCAGCTGTTTTAACTGTTTTAGCTATGAACTTTAACAAATCTTTTGCACCCATTTCGCACAATTTGTATAATTGCTATTCCTTTCAAATATTTATAAGTGCTTAATTTTAGGAGCAATTTTTATTCTTGTATCACAAAAATAAAAATATTATGAACCCAAAACAAACAAAACAAACTTTCTGTTCGATTTATGGATCAACCCCGTAAATGGATTTACACTTGGATACTTATCTGAATCAATAAAAAGTCGACTTTTCAAATACGGACTTGCTGAAAGACTTATGTAAGCAGCTAGGTCGTCCCATTCTGGTAAAACAATTTGGAATGTGCTCGGATGAGAATCGAGTTCACACAAAATCTTGTCTGCAGTTTTATTTAAAATTTCTTCAACAGTCGGTGGAAACAGTGCAACATTTTTGTTCGAAAAATTTCCATAAAAGAAATTCCCGATCGATCCAAATACTTGATCAGTATCTGGATATAAACTGCAAAATTGCATTAAACCATCAGATTTTACTTCAAGAATCTGTGCGTTGAATGGTGAAGCAAAACCTTCAATCGTCGCACCATTATCGACCATTTGTTGATATAGAGCTAAATTTAAGGAAAACTGACGATAAAATCCAAAAGTTGAAACGTAACGCATTAACATTAAACCAATGTCTTGAGTTGCATTTTGCGAACCTCGTTTGATGGCTTCTCTGATCAGTAATTCATATCGAGCTAAAGGTAAAGTGCAGCGGAATTTCTCATAAAAGAAACTAACTAAATTATCATCTTTTTTAGTTGCGATTTCCGTTTTCTCAGCCAAAACGGTGGATGTTTTTGACATAAGTTTGTACATTTTAGATGCGGATTCAATTGCTTTATTTTTTGGTATTGATTCTGATAGAAATGTGTCAATAATAAACTTGTCAGCATCTTCACCATTTGCTCTCAAGATAAACCACCTCTCTAAGATAGCACCACTTGCAAATTTCAATAACTGTCTGGAATTTTGGTAAATATTGTATTCTTTGTGAATATTTGTTTCCACTTTTCTCCAAACATAATCCGGTCTTACTTCTTCAGCATAAAATAAAGCTCCAAGTCTTCGATTAATAATTCTTAGATTGTGTCTATCTAAATTTGGATCCAGTTCCATAGTTTGTCCAAATTCAAGATTCATAAACTTTTTGACGTGATGTTCTACTGAGTTTAGTTTGCATCTCAATTTTATTGTTTTTAAGCTTTGGTTTGATCCGCCAGATAGACTCTCTATTGCCGAACTAATTATCAAATCTTGAAATTGATCCCAAACCTCCTGCTTACGATTTGCTAGAATAGTCAAATATTGATCAGCGGTTGTATTTTTAATTGTTGATGGAAAAACTGTAATCCATTTGTAAATAGCAATGTGTCGCTGGTTTTTAGGCAAGCTGGAGTGTGATCTATAACGATTTGCTCGACCTAATGCCTGGCGAATTTTAGCATCATTCCAATGTGGTTCCATAATATGGAATTGTCTAGTGTTCTTCAAATCTAAACTTTCGGATCCGGCTGAACTGATAAATAACACTTTGTAAAGACCTGCATTATAATTGTCAACCACACGTTGCAGTTTATCACTAGTTGTTAATCCTGTAATGGTTTCATATGAAATATTTAGTTCTGTTAATCTTGATGCAACTGGATAAATGCCACTGGGTAAAAAATTAGAGTAAACAATTGCAGGAAATGGACCTTGTTCTAACTTTTCAACAATAGCATCAATTTTGGGACTTGAGTTGGAATTTTTGTATGTATTTGAAAGCTGTCTGGTTACATTCAGGAAGAAATTTTTTTTCTTTGAAGGAAGTGCTGCATAATCAATATTTAGCATGTCCTGAAGATTAGCAACTGTTCTGCCTTCGTAAATAACTTTGCTGACATAATAAGCATATTCATTTAGTTGATCGTAATTCATGGGAACTTCTATTTCCATTGTGGTTGTTTCAGGATAGTCTTGGTCTTCCGTGGCCTTAAAATAAGAAATTGTTCCTTGAACCTTACTAATAAATAAATTAGCATTTTCAAATTTGATAGCATTTTCGTTGTAAAACATGTGATCGAATAATTTTCTATCTGTTGGGAGAACATCTTCTCCTCTGACCGCATTTACTAATACAGACAAATCGTTCATGTAATTCACAACTGGAGTTGCTGTTAATAACATTACTCTACGAGCCATACCAAGAGCACTTTGTATGTACAAATTGTGCAAGTTTTCAGAACGGATATTGTGAGCTTCATCCAATATGACGCTAAGGTTTTTGAATTTGGTTACATTTGTTTCAAGTTCCTTTTTTATCTTCGCATAGGTAAAAAATGTTAATCTTGTAGCATCAAAACCACCAAGCGCTAAATTGTCATGAAATGCCTTTTTTGAAGATTTAGTTCCAACAACAATTATGGGTTCCGGATGCTGATACATAGAGTAAAGTGATGTCAAAGTTTTACCAGAACCAGTGCTATGGTAAAGTAGCAAACCTCTGTGTGTTTTCATATAAGACACACATCGTTGTTGATGTGGCTTTAATTGGATACTCATTATATTTGCTATCTTACATATTCGTAGGATTTTTAAAGTAAGACTAATACCATTTTCAATTTAAAATTGCATTCACAAAATCCTTGACAAATTAAATAGTAGCAGGTAGTAATCCAGATTAACAGAGTTTCTAAAATGGCAGCGGATAATAATTGGATACGAGAATGCAATTTGTTAAAAATTATTTGTCCCAATTTTGTAAGTCCACCTCATAAAATATCGCTTTCTAGTTTAGCTACATGGATACCAATTCCATTGGATATTCAAAATTTGATCTGTAAAATTGATGGAAAACAATTTTCTTTGTCAGTAACAAAAGTTGATAACATGTATAAATTTGTTTGCATAAACCAAAAAGGCGATGAAATAGTTACATCGTCTCCATACAATCTCATTGAAAAAATTACCGGTGTAAAAAATCATGGTTGGGGTTCGATTTACTATTTAGGGCATTCTCTTATTTTTTGGAGGCGGCAGTATATTATCACATATATTTCAAATTGTATTCAAAATCTATCGCCAAAAATTCGAGGAGTTCAACTTATAGAAAAAAAATCTGGTAATGCAAACATAACAAGATTTGTTGCCATTGTTCATATCGATCATGTTGATGAAATCAAAACCACATACCCAGATCTTGTAATCACAGAAACTAAATTAACAACTGTTAGACTTGAATAAAAAAATTGAAATTCAGCAAAGATAAATTTTACTGAATTATCCTTTTTATTTACGAAGACAAGCTTCGTAAATAAAAATTGAAATTTCATCATTAAATTAATGACAAAATTATCCTTTTTATTTACGAAGACAGGCTCCGTAAATAAAAATTGAAATTCAACAAAGATAAATTTTATTGAATTATCATTTTTATTTACGAAGGAAAGCTTCGTAAATAAAAATTGACTAAATAAATATCACGAAAAGCCATAACTAATATATTTATATTGCAGTCGGATCAAAATGGCTGCACCTACTACGAAATCTGAAATTCTTTCAACTGAGGAATGGCTGATAGAATGTGAGCAATTGCAAATTGTATGTCCCATCTTTATGATAGATCATCCTCCGCGCAAAATGTCAGTGTCTTTGCTTGTTGCACATGCGGGAATACCTATTGGAACAGATGGACGCAATGCTAGAACTCTTGTTTGCAAAATTCGAAAGCAAAATTTTTTTTTGGACATAATAAATGATGATAACGTTTACAAATTTATCCATTATGATAAAAAGGGCGACACAATCATATCAACATCACTATTTGCTATGGTGCAGAAATTGGGTGGATTTAGAAAAAAAAATGATATCATGAACATGATATTTTATTGTGGAGAATCTTTCGCCGAATTAAGAAAAGATTACATTTGCAAATATATTGCAAAATTTATCAACAACATGTTTTCAAAACCAATAGGACATTTAACGGAAAGAATTTTTTTGGTCAATGGAAAAGAAATGACTGTGTTTGGTTTATGTGTTTTTGATTACGACAATGTTGAAACATTCAAAAAAGATTATCCACGCTTATCTGATTTCAATATCAGTCTGTATGGAAATCCAAAAACGGACAATTAAATTAATATTTTTATTAATGAATAAAAATGTTAATTTTATTAATTAATCAACCAATTAATCAATAACCTGCAATTGCTAACACATGTTCACAAAAATATTTATTAGTAAACCAACCAGTAAGGCGAAGTTCCTGAGTCGTTTTTGTTTTGAATGCATCAATGATAACTTTGTCAAGTATCGGAAAATGTGCACTAAGTTTTTCACATAGATTTTGAACATCAATTACATTTGTAAAAATACGTCTGTAAATAAAAGTTTCCAAAACTTTTTCATATTTCTCTCCACGCAAAAATCCAAATTCTTCGCAAACTGTGAACATTGCAATAACGCTTTCTGTTGATAATAGGAAATCAGATTGTTGCACGTACGCATTTAGAATTGAATCAAGTAGGTATTCTATGGCTGGAAAAATTAGTCCGTCACAATCAGAGAAAAAATTTTTAAATGTTGTGTGTTGTGAACATTTCATTATCAATAGAATTACTCGAATATGACGTTTTTCCCGACTTTGATTCAAAAGTGGTAAAACAAATTCGGTGATAAAATCTATGTTTTGTTCTTCAAGACATGTTTTAAAAAGAACCGCATTGTTTTCAAATTTTTGATAAATTTTGAGCTGGAGATATTTAGTATTTTCAAATGTATTCGTCATGACATCAATTAAAATAGCACACGTTGCTGTATCTCCGTGTGCAGCTTTAGCGATATCCAAACATATGTCTGCGTGTATTTTTGTGAAAAACATATTTTGTGTTACATCAAATATCAACTTTAACACATCTTTGACGCGATTGATATCATGTTTAATTTTTCGCACAAGTTCTTCGAACATATGGCAATCTGGATTTTTGTGTTTGCCGAGTTCGCGGATTTCTGAATATATTTTATCACATGGATCATGACGCCCACCACACATAATATTAATGTCATATATGCCCGTTTCGCTTATTTGAACAGCAGGGCCGCGTGAATTATAAGTTGCAACAATAGCATCTTCCATATCTAGTGGAAGACCGGCTCCTATAAATATCTCAACATCAACCTCATAATTCGCAAAGAGATTTTCCAGTGAACTAAAGTTTGGTTCTGTTACAAAATTTGGCTTGAAACCATTTTTTATCATCGAGTAAGCAAACTTGCTAGCATACATTGTTAAATACAATTCAAATTCTCGTTGTGTTTGATAACCAAACGGCATTGATACAACTTCATTAATTTCTTCCCAGTCTGTTATGTAATCAATGGTAAATTCTGGCTCAAAATTGGGATCTTGACAATAAGTTCTGAGTTGTTCAACGTAGTCAATACCTATCAAGTTTAAAGCTTTAATTTTGTTGAGAATTTCGCCTTCGAAAGTCATAATGTAATCAATTGTATCGCATTTGTGTTTTAATTCATTATAAATTGGTGATTTGACAACAAAATCTACCACATCATGAATTTCAGATTTATGACAGACCCACATAAAAGCGGACTTAATATCATCATCTGATTCCAAAACTAAACCATTTTTAATAAACATGCACAAGAAATCAAAATCATCATTAATGTCTTCATTTTCGGATGCAGCTCTAAATAGTTGGGTTACATCAATTTCTTGCTCAAATCCTTCGCGATGATTCAATAAATAAGTAAGATGATTAATTAGTGAATAATTTTCGCCGATGGATCCGCAAATTCTATCAACATTTTTTTTTACAAAGTCCGCACAAAATGTGGCAAATTCTACACCATTTTCTTCACAAATTTCGAGAACGGTAATGCTTGCATCATCACTTGCAAGAATTTCTGCAAACAAATTCTTGTAATCGATTTCAAAACCAGCCGATTCGATAAGCGATAAACATTTTTTAATAGCTTCTTTCGAGGTGTTTCCATAATTGATGGAATTCATTTGTTGTGCAAAAATTTTGACAAAATTTAATTTTCGATCGGTATCAGTTGCTGATAACAAATTAGCATCAACAAAATGTTTTATGTGTGTTGACATGGAACCATCAAATTTACATTTTGTTTTGAATATATGAAATAGAATATCACTATCGAGATTGAATGTTTTTGGATAAAATAACAATTCGGGATAAAATTCTTCCAGTAAAATTGTTTTTAGTTCTGGAAGAACATAAAGCTTTTCAAGATTTACGTTTGGATGATCATCTAGAAATTGTATTGCTTTATTTTTACCTGCAATTACATTGAGCAGAAAAGCATTTTGTAATTCGTTTCCTTCGGGATCCATTTTTTGGTCTGATGATTGTTTAACATTATTGATATGATTACAGATAAATAATGTTGCAATTTTTTATTATCATTTGCATTCGCAACGATTTTGGTTGCATTTCTAAAACAAGTTTTCTCACGCAATCAAAATCATTTGCATTCGCAATGATTTTGGTTTCAATATATGTAACAATGGGTTGTGTTTCTGGAAATTCTTATTCATACAAATCATATTTCTGTTGACAAATTCTTGCGGATTTCTGTTTAGGAAAGGCAATAATTGATATTGATTTTTGCGAGACAACAGTGAAAACAAATATTTGGCCATATTATCACAACCACTATTCAAGCATAAATGGATTGCGTCAAATGATTGGCTTGTAGGATCACATCCCAAGTGTATCAGAAATCCAGTAAGTTCAAAGTGTTCATCATTAACGCTTAACATTAGAGCGGTATCATTTTGACTCCTAGGATCGCAACCTAAGGATATTAGGTACACAACCATTTCAAAATTTCCAAATCGTGAAGCCATCATCAAAACAAAATCCTCCTTTGATCTTGGATCACAGCCTAGATCTATTAAATAATGTACAATATTCCAGTGACCATTTTCAGCAGCATTTCTCAAGGGTTCATCATTTGAACAACGAGGATCGTATTTTAGATTTTCAATTAAATATTTTACCACACCAAGATGTCCGTTAGCTGCACTCCAACGCAGAGCATGGTTTATATCACAATCGGGATAAGCTCCTAAACTGGCTAAATATTTAACAACTTCTAATTTACCATGAGTTGCGCTTTGTCTAAAAGGTTCATTATCATTGACCTTAGGATTCCACCCATGTGCGACTAAATATTTAACAACGTTCAAGTGTCCATTTGCCGCAGCATTTACAATTGCATAGTCCAATACGGTAGGACTTGCTAATGGTATTTCTTGGCGAATGTGTCCTGATTCGACCATGTGCTTAACAATTTCAATCCGGCCATATTGTGCACATGTTGTTAGAATATTATTGTTTCTTGCTCCATCGTTAAAATGCTGTATGTAACTTTTAATTTCGTTTAGTGATGCACTGAGGATGAAATTGTATTCATCACGCGATGTCATACGTTGGAACGTGAGTTTGAATTCCATATTTGCACAGTATCAATAACAATCTCATAAACATCACATTGAGCATATGTTCAGGTGCAATTTTTAATTAGTCAAATTTTTTAGCTAATTAAAAATATTCATTCAATCAATGTTAAAACATACTCGCAAAACGCCTTATTGGTAAACCATCCATCATTAATAAGGTGTTCAGCTGATTTTGTTTTAAGATTGGTAATCAAAGTGCAATCAAAATTTGGAAAATGTGCACTAATTTTCTGACATAAATTTTGCATTTCTGCCAAATTTACAAACATACGCTTGTAAATAAATGTTTTTAAAATTTTTTCACATTTCTGTTTGTCATCCAAATAACCAAGTTCCTCATTTAAGGCAAACATAGATACAATAAATGCTGCAGGTAAAACAAAATTGGAAAATTTATAAGAATTTAATACCGAGGCTAACAAATAATCCATAGATCCAATACCAAGTGCTTCGCTGCTAATCAAGAAATGTCTGAATTCCATATTATCATCTGAAATTTGACCACTGTTGAAAATTTTAGCTGCTAATAGAATAACACGAGAACTACGTTTGTGGAAAGGTTGTTGTAAGAGCGGCGCTACAATTTCAGTCATGAAATCTATGTTGTATTCTTCGATGTAAGATTTGAAAGTTTTTGTAATTTTATCATCTATTTTTCGGTAGATTTCCAATTGCATTTGAGTACAATATTCAAAAACTTGTAGAATAACAGCAATTAGTATGGCTTTTATTTGAGATTTGTCATGTGAAGTTTTGAAAATGTTCAAACAAATATCAACATGATTTTTGCAACAAAGTGCTTTTGTTTGAAATGATGTTCCAAATATTGCCATTAATACTTGTTTCATATTATTGATGTTGTGTTTAATTTCATGTAACAAGTTTTCATAAACGGCACAATCTGTACTTTGATCATCAGTGATATTGTTGATCTCGGTAAAAATTTTATCAATCGTTTTTTTGTTTCGCTTGACTCCAAAAGAATTATGAATATCAAATGCTTCGCTCATATATTTTTTCATGGCACTCGCTATTTTAGCATTATCAACAGTTTCCAGTTCCGGTAAATCACCAGAAATTGAAAATTCAAATAAATTTTTATCGGCTCCATAATATTCAACAAGTAATCTTATGGCACTAATCATATCTTCATTAGGTCTTGTTTCGAAACTTGGTTTGAAACCCGATTTAATCATGTCATAAGCAAATTGATCGGCACGTAATTTCAAATACAATTCAAATTCTCGTTGTGTTTGGTAACCAAATGGTTTTGGTATGATTTTTTTGATCTCATAATTATTTACATATTCAATAGGAAATTCTGTTTCAAAATTAGGATCCACACAATAAGTTTGTAATTGCTCGACATAATCAATATCTATTAGTTTGTATGCTCGTAATTTTTCAATAAACGAATCGCGACAACTGTGAATTTGTTCGATGGCAAATTTTTTATGTTTGGATTCATCGTAAGCAATAGATCCTACAATGAAATCTAGGATGTTGACAACATTCACCGCTTTGTTAATCCAACTGAATGCAACCATTATATCAGCATCTGATTCTAAACTCAATCCATTTTGTATAAATATCTCCCAAAAATCACTATTACCAATAATTTTTTCATGTTTAGATGCAGCATAAAACAATTTTCTAACATCAATTTCTTGTGGAAATTCTTCTTGATGTTCTAATAAATAACATAATTTATTGAATATTTCGCTGCATAAATTATTAGAAATTTCTTCTACAAAATTTTTGACAAATACACTACCAAGTACTGATAAAGTTACTCCATTTTCTTCGCAGATTTCGAAAATAGAGTAATTTGCACTATCTGCCGCCAAATTCTCAGTTAAAATTTTAACATAATCAAAATCAAAACTCAAGGATCTAATGTAAATTAAACATTCGGCAATGTCATTTTTATTTATGTGTCCAAGGTTGATGAATTTTAGCTGTCGTGTAAAAAGCTTCATGTAATTTAATTTGTTATCATCATTTTCGTCAGATAGCAAATTAGCATCTCCAAGTTGACGTATTGCTTGAAATAAACCTATGTCATACATAAATCTACTCTGCAATATGTTAAAAAGACGATTACTATCAAGCTTAAATATTTTTGGATAAGATAATATCTCCGGGTAAAAATTGGTTAACAATACATCTCGGAGCGGCTTTACATCATAAATATGTCCAAAATTAACATTTGGACAAAAATCTAAAAATTGAATTGCTTTGACTTTGTCAGTTTTAACGTACAGAAAAAATAGATTTTCTATTTTGATATCCATTATGAAACTACTTTGATTTAATGTTAATTTATGGTAAATGAAGAGTTGCAGTTTCAATTTTTATTAACGAAGCTTGTCTTCGTAAATAAAAAGGATAATTTTATCATTAATTTAATGATGAAATTTCAATTTTTATTTACGAAGCTTGTCTTCGCAAATAAAAATAGTCTCACACAATCAAAATCATTTGCATATGCAGTGATTTTGGTTGCATTTCGTAATAAATTTCTTATGCAATCAAAATCATTTGCATATGCAGTGATTTTGGTTGCATTTCGTAATAAATTTCTTATGCAATCAAAATCATTTGCATGTGCAATGATTTCGGTTGCATTTCGTAATAAATTTCTCATGCAATCAAAATCATTTGCATATGCAATGATTTTGGTTTCAATATGACTAATAATAAATTGTGTTTTGTTACATTTTTATTTAAACGAATCGTGTTTGTGTTGACGAATTCTTGTGGTTTTCTATTTATGAATGGTAATAAATGATATTGGTCTTTACGAGATAATAGAGAGAGTAGATATTTGACTATTTTATCCCAATCGTATTCCAAAGCCAGTGTAATTGCTCTGAATGATTGACTAGCAGGATCGCAACCTAAGTGTATCAAAAATTGCGTTGGTCCAAAGTTTTCGCCATCAATACTCAAAATAAGTGCATCATCTTCTTGGGTTCTTGGATTGCACCCAAGAGCAATGAGATATTCGATCATTTCTACATTTCCGTATCGTGAAGCCATCATTAAAACAAAATCTTCATTTGATCCGGGATCGCATCCTCTACCAATTAAATATTTAACTACATCTCAACAGCCACATTCTGCAGCATTTTTTAAAGGTCTATTATCCAAACATTTGGGATCACATTTTAGATCTTCAATTAAATATTTTACAATATTAATGTGGCCGTAGGCAGCACTCATGTGTAATGCATAGTTTTCGTTACGACTAGCATCAACACCCAAACTAACCAAGTATTTAACAACATCCAAATGTCCATTTATTGCACTGTTTCTAAAAGGTAAATCGTCACTTACTCTTGGATCCCATCCGTGAATAACCAAATATCGAACGATGTGCAAGTATCCATTATACGCAGCGTTTATGATTGCATTGCTTAATGAATCTGGACTTGCTAATGGTATTTCTTTGTGAATGTGCCCGGAACGAACCATGTGTTCAACAATTTCAAATCGACCATATTGTGCATTTCTCACTAAAATATTATTATTCCTAGTTTCATCATCAAAGTACTGAATGTAATCTTTTATTTCATTTAATGGTGCAGTGAGGATGAAATTATATTCATCATTTGATGTCATATATGAAAATATTGATGGGTATTGCATGTTAGTATTGTGTGCTAATAATATTTTTATAATTTTTGTATTAATTAGGTACCTTATTGCAATTTTTAATTAACTTAATGAAAATTTAGTTAATTAACGATTGACATTAAAACATACTCGCCGAGGTATCTATTTTTTAACAATCCTGACTTGACTAATTCTTCCAAAGGCAAATCCAACATTTCCAAGATCATTGCATCTAAAGGAATTTCGTTTTTAATCAAGTCATAAAATTCCGTGGCATCATGTTTAGCAAAGAATGCAGTGCCACAAACATATTTGGTTATAAAATTTTTTCCTTCGGATTGTAATTTTAGACAAACATCTGCAAATTCAGCAATTTTAAATTCTGCGTTCGATGTCGTTCTTGCAAATATTAGAGCCATTGCATCTGCTGCATATTCTTTGAATGTTGGACCTAAGTCGCAAAATGCTGCAATATCAATGTCAAATATTGCTATCGTTAGAGCAAATCCTGTTGTTTTGCTGGTATAATCGTCAAATCTTTTGATTACATTTTGCACAATAGGCACTAATTCAAGATTTTTGCTGGAGATAATGTGCTTGATGATTGATTGTGCATTTATGAAATTCGTTTCCTGTTTGGCAGCTGCAAATTTATCATAATTAAAAGACCAATTAACCCTATTACCAACTTGTATGATGGTTGTCGTCAGAAATTCTGTAAAACTTTTTTTCAAGATTGTTTCTGCATTAGCATTTTTATCTTGGATAACATCAAAGCAAAAATCAATATGTTCTTTTAGCATATATTGAAACATCAACGATTGAACTTGTTCCAAATCTTGAATTGCCAAATTGGCTTCTGTTAACAACCGTGTGAATGCTGCGAAATTATTTTTGATAACTTCACCACCGACTTTTCGAAGCAAGAAAATTACATTCTTATTGTCACCACTCACAATAATTTCATCAACCGCAGCTTCGAAATTATCAGATAATTTTGTGAGCCGACTTCCGCTAAAATCAACTCCAACAAAAATATCTAAATCCAAATCGTTGATTTCAGCAAATTCAAATAAAGTTTTTGCTGTGTCCCAACTAATATTTTTGTTATCAAATGTGGGATTAAAACCATTTCTTATCATTGCTAACATGAATTTGTAACTTTGTGCCTTAAGGTAAAGATCAAATTCTCGCTGTGTATTGTAAAGAAAAGGTTGTCCTAAAATTTGTTCAAGTTCTTCAGCCTGTTCATAAAATTCCAGATCAAAATCTGTTTCGTATTCAGGATCACTACAATGTTTGGAAATTTCTTCAACCAAATCGAATCCCAATATCGAAAAAAATTTTTGTTGTTTGTCAATATTCATTGTTCCTATCATGTAGATAAAATCCTCACGATTGCCCTTTTCAAAAGCAGGTGATGTAATTGCTTTTCTTAATAATTTTTCAATGTAGTCATGATAATCTCCATAGTTGCTGTCTGGACAATCTGGCATTGATGAAGAAATATCTTGCGCAGTTTCAATGACAAAATCTTCTCCTAAATCCCAAAATTTATCTACAATATTACCATAAAACCATACGCTACCTCTTATTGCTTGCCGCCAAAGATCAGAAATCTTAAGTCCAAATTTTTCGCGATGATCTAATAGCATAGTTAGCGAGTTATGACTTTTACTCGAGCTTAAATATGTCCTGTAATTAATTTTCATGTAAGCTGCGACTGTTTCTGGTTCCAAATCATCCACAGTAATTCCTTTTTCTAAGCATCTGGTAAACAATTCAATATTATTGTCTTTTGCAAAAATTTGATTGAAAATTTCTTTGTAGTCGAACGTTATATTGTGCACCGATTCCAAATAATCAAACAGTTCAGGAACAACTTGTAAATGTCTTTGGCTATAATATCTATCTGCACAAACAATGTCAATAATGTCTGTAAGATTTATGATTTCAGGAAACAATCCGTTCTCGATAACAAGTTTGAAATCTTCCACAAAATCATGTTGAGTTATGTGTCGTTTAAAATATGTCACCAGATCATTTTTGCTCAAACTAAAATGAGCAGCATTTTTTGCAGAAAAAATTTCTGGGTAAAATTTGTCGAACACGACCTGTTTAATCTCTTCTATGTCAACAACTAAATCTGGATTTTTGGCGAAAAGATTAATTAAATCATTTTTGCGATCTGTTGCCAGAAACAATAACAATTGTTTATCACTTGAAATGTCCATTTCAATTGGTAAATAATGTAATTAAACAAATCTTTGTACGTATTTTTTGGATGCAATTTTTAGATTTCGCTTCCGTCCAAAATTAAAATATTATCCAAATTAAACTTCGTAACTAAACTGGAATCAAAACCATGCCTAAATACAAATGCACCTGGACCATAAGCATCAACATATTTTTTCCCTTGTTTTTTAAGGGAAGCTAGCATAAATGGAATATCTGCTAACATAAAATTTTTTGCATCAAGCCATTTAACGGTGTGTATACTTTGTTTGCCATCTGTCCCTGTGATGACAATCTTAATGGGTTCATCCAATAAAATATCTGGAGTGTTAGCCGAACCTGATTCAATGAGTTGTTGTTCTGTTTGGAATGGAATATCGACCTTTGTCAAGAAATTTTCCAGTTGGATTTCAAATTGACCGGCTCTCTCTGCTCTAGCACTGTTGTCATTTTTCAATAACCGATCATAATTTTCCAAATATTTTCCGACGTATTCGGGCAAAGTCAAATAATAAGGAGACTTTCTGATTAGCTTCAAAACAGATGATAATGAAAGTTTTGTGGTGCGAATCTTGTGAGCAATAATTGTTTTAACTTTTTGTTCGGTGAGATTTTTAGATCCAATAGATTTAGATAGAGCTTTTACAAAATCATTTATTTTAGACTTGATTTGGTCTGCATTGTGGCTAGCTTGAATTTCTTGTTGGATTTTTAAATTATTTCTGTAAGACGCTAATTCTTCAAATGAAACTCCAAGTTCATCTGCATAAGATTGCAATTTGGCCTTATCATTTGACATCAGAGGTAGAAATGTTGGCACAATCTTAAGCAAATGGTTTTTTATTGTGACCAACTTTTTGTGATCAAGTATTTTATGATTGGTCCAAAAAATTGTTTTTCTTTCGTCCAACAATCTTGTTGTAGAGATCGGGTCTCGTAGTGTCTCGATCGCTTCCGCAGGAGAAGGCAAGCTTCTTTCGCGGTTTCGTGGTAACTCAATCTCTTCTTTAATATTTTTTGTGCTCATTTGTTTTTTATAAAATGATTATTAAAAACAAATAAGATGTTTTGTATTTAGATTTTAGCGATCAATTTTTAAAATTTAATTTTGATCACGTTTCAAATCAAGGCAAACTTCCAAAATATATTCTGCAAAAGATTTATTATTGAACCATGATGCCAGTTCTTTGACACTTTTAGAGTTCAAAATTGTTACAATTAAAAGATCCATGTCAGGCAGATACGTTTTCACCTTAGCATAAAATTCAAATGCAAGCTGACGTTCGGTAATAACGATGCTGCGAATAAAAACTTCGAATATTTTTGTGTGATTAGCATTAATGTATCCAACTTGATCTAGTGCTTCCAAAATTTCTATCAATTTAGGAACAGTTGGTTTGTTGTGTGGACATGCAACAATATCTAGAACCAAATCGATAGCTGACTGTTTTTCAAAAAATGCTAACAAATCACAATTCATAAAGTGCAAAATTAGATCAAGTGATGTTACATCATATCTGTATCGAGCCCTAAGTGGCAAAATAACTTCATTAAACAAATCAATATCTACCTCTGCAATAAGATGATCAAAAATTTCTTTGATTGCGATTTTTGGTAAATATTCGTCATCGGCTTTGTAATCTTGCGAATGGAGAACATTAACAAATGCCTCGTGCATGCATTTGACAATTGAAAATTTCAATTGCGATCGACCAAATTGATTGTCAATGATTTCACAACAAACATGTACACTGTCACTTAATTTAGCATCATATTGTCGGTGACCGCCAATCGTCAGGTCTAAAATTGCGTCTAACATACACAACTTTAGTTCAGTTTTGGAAAGCAATAATTCGATGAAATCACGCGGATTCTCTTCAAACTGCGTTTTGAATTTGGTGATAAAACTTTGTACTTGATATTTTGTTACAATGGTGAACTTGGTTTCGTTGATTTCTTGTTCAAAAGTTTTTTTTTCAATAGCGTCCGACAAATAATCTGTAATATCAATTCCCGGTAATAAATTTGGATTAAATTTATTATTATCAAAAATTTCGACTAGTGTATCAAAAGAAAATGCTTCGGGTGCAGTTTCAAAACAAGGTCTAAAACCACATTTGATCATTTCAGCTGCAAAATTTGTACACCCAACCATCAAATACAATTCAAACTCGCGCTGAGTATTGTATCCAAACGGACTGACCATTATTTTCTCCAGTTCGCTTCCATTATATAAATTTTCAACATCGAATTCTGGTTCAAAATTTGGATCCAAACAGTATTGTCTAAGTTGTTCAATCAGATCAATTCCTAACATTGTCAATATTTTTATCCTGAATTCCAAATCATAATCATCTCTATCCAGAAAAGTTATAATTTGGTCTTTGTGATTGTCATTGTAATAAGGCGACTCAATGACAATTTTTATAACAGGTTCTTCATTTGCATAACAAAGCCAATCAAGCACACAATCAATATCTTGAACGGAATCTAATATCAGTCCCGCGTCCATAAACATCAACAAAAATTTACTATGGTCTTGTGCGTAATTGCAACTTGTCACATGACAAAATAATTTTTTCAAATCAAGACCAATTTGTGCATGATTATCAATCAAATACTTTAATTCAATGCCACGTTGACATGATATGTAACCCAAATGTTCAGTTTTCTCATATACCGATTCAATCGTTTCTGGTGAAAGTTCAGGTAAAGTCGCACCCTTAGCTAAACAATATTCGATAACATCGCAGTTCGATAATCTACTTGTAAAACTTTCAAGTAAAATTTCTTCATAATCAAGATCAAATTTTTCTGCAAGGAAATCTAAACATCGCACGATATCATCTTTTACTACATGCGACGAACCTGTATATGAATGTAAATATGTGATTGCGTCTAAAATATTAAATTTATTATCATCTTGATCTGTGATTTCCAATAGATCAGCTTCAAAAAATAATTTGATAATGTCATAGAGTTTATTGTTTCTGGCCAATGTTTCAAAACTTAAATGCAAATTTCCAGAACTCCACCCAAATGACTTAGTGTATGACGCGAATTCTGGATAAAAGTGCGAATGCAGCAAATACCACAATTGAGATTTATCGGGAAATTTTAACTTTAATCCTTGATTCAGTAGGTCGACTGCATCGTTTTTTCTGCCAGCTCCTATGTGCAACCAAAATAATTTATCTTGGTCAATATTCATGTTTGACTGAACTTAACTGAACTATTTATCCACGCGTTGCTTTGGATTGCTGCGCTTATCCACGCGTTGCTTTGGATTGCTTCGCTTATCCACACGTTGCTTTGGATTGCTTCGCTTATCCACACGTTGCTTTGGATTACTTCGTTTATTGTAAAAGCATGTTCGCAACTAATTATCGTGTGCAATTTTTTTGATAACAACTAAATTTGTTATTAAAAAAATATCATTTGGATGCACAAAGCTGTTGGTTTGAGAACATGTTTTAACAAGTTATTTTTTCTAACCATTTTTCCCAAAGCCAAATCCGAAAATTTGTGTCGCAATGGGTAGTTTCTCAAACATAGACGTTTTTCAGATCTGGTGCACAAAGTAAGCAAATAATCGGCAACATTATCGTTTTTATAATGAAGGCCTAATCTTACTGGTCTGCAATTTTGGCATTGAATATCAAATCCATGCACAATAACATATTTTATAAAATTCAGATTGCCACATGCTGCAGCATGCATACATGCTTCATCCAGATTTTCATGTATATCATAGCTATCGAATTCTTTTTCTCCAAAAACAATTGCTATCAACAAGCTACGTCTTTGTGTGGGAGGTAACTTTGCGAGATTAATAATTCTAAAATTTTGCATTGCCGTATGTGGTCTAGAAAATAAAAATTCATATTGAAATGGAATTTCAATAAGCTTATTGCAAAATTTCTCGTTTTCATTTGTTGACAACATTTGAATACAATTTGGTAAGTTTGTAATCTTAAACACAATTATGCAATGCAATAATTTCCAAAACATACTCTGCAAAATATTTATCGTAACCGTAAAGCGATTATCGTAACCATGAAACGACCAGGATAACACAATTCGTCCAAATGAACGAATTATATTATCGTAACCCCTGAAAACTTCCACTGTCCATTTATCTGAGTCAACTTATCATAAATAAAAGTTTTAGAATCCAAATCTCTCATTTTATAATGAGTTGGTATGACGCTTGCGGTCGAAACTTGTCCATGAGCTTTCTTTTCAGGGTAGATTGCAGTAAGATGCCTGGCAAGTTGGTGTTCATGACTTTGACGCAGTGCTTTTACGAGATTGGCTTTGAGATCTGAACCGGAAATTCTGGCTTGAACATGTGCAGCATCTTCGTCTTCAGGTTTTTTCCTAAATTGCGAACTTAATTTGAAAAAGTTTGAGTTAGCATTCGAATCTGCTCTTTTCATGAGATCTAATTTGATTCCATATTTGTTTGCCCACGATGATCGATTTGCTGCATCAGTATTCTTGTATTCATCATAAAGTTTGAACATACTAAGATGATCACCTTTCTTTAAAAAGAAATGTTGAACGGCTTCTGGTTTTATCTTCATATTTGGTTTGAAAAAGAATGCACCAATACCATTATCACCTCCAAGTTCGAGCATAGCAACAATTGCGCTGGCCTCTCTTGCACATTTCAATCCGTAAGCCATATACATAAATAGTGTTCTATTGAGAGACAAACTAGAAAATGTTGTTACAAGATTACCCAGCGGCGTAATCTGATTTTCCGATAATAAACCATATTTGATTTGCAGGTCGTATGCATAATCAATATAAACCTTTCTGGGTTGGTCCATTAACTCAGACAAAAACTTTTTTGCTTCACCGTAAGTTCTATTTGGCGTTGTTTGTTGGATTTTTAGAACATCTATTGTAATATCTTCTTCAAGGATATCAGGCTCTGGATAAGGTTTCATTTCATCAAAAGTCTTTTTTGTGTACAGGTGAATACAAATACCAGGTTCAGTGCGACCAACTCGACCTTTTCGTTGAACAGCTTGGGCTTGAGTTATCATACGAGTTTCAAGAATATATCCTCCATGATACGGATCAAAATGAGAATGTAGTTCATAACCTGAGTCAATAACATACTTCAATCCATCTATCGTTATACTGGATTCAGCAATATTTGTAGCTGTTACAACTTTACGATCAAAATTACCTAAGGTCTGATATGCATCTCTGGTTTCAGCATACAATCTAAGACTTTTGTCCATGTCTCTGTAAAGTTCCACACAATATACTTCAGGGTGGTCTGATCTTACATCACGGCATACTCTCAAAGCTTCTGAGCTTGTAGTGACAAAAAATAGAATTGCTCCTTTGTCAGTGGTATCAATTTTGGTATCAAGGCTATCTAAAATTTCTGCTTTTCCATCAATCAAACCTCTAATAACTTCTAAACCATCTACCATGAAAGACTTACTAGGATTTTGTAAAAAAAAACTATCAATATGGTGATTGGATTGACCTTCAATTTTGATAATGCGACTAGTAATTTTATTACCAAAGTACTTAATATATTTGTCAGCGTCAATGGTTGCACTCATAATAATAACTTTGAGATCTGGTCTTTTACCGGACAACAATAAATTTTTCAAAAAGAGCAACAATAAGTCTATCTGAACCTTACGTTCATGAGCTTCATCAATAATAACAACATTGAATTCTCGTAACAAAGGATCCGTCACAAACTTCATGATCAACAACCCATCTGTCATGTAAACCATTTTGTTTGTGGAATTGTACATGGATCTATCAGATCCTTTGTAAACATATCCAACATCGCCACCCAAATTGACATCTAGGGTTTTGGCAGCAAATTCGGCTGACCCCAAAGTCACATTTTGTTTGGGTAGTGAAATAGCGACTTTACCATTGTAATCGGTCCAATGTAAGGCAAATTTTGGAATAAGGGCTGTTTTACCACCACCTGTGCCAACAACAGCCATTGTTAACTGGTTTTCTTCAATAGAGTCCAGAATTTGCCTGCCATGTGAATAGACTGGATATGTTGACCATACTTTGGCAAGCTCTTTGTATGTATCAGAATAAGGTTTCCCTGTTAGAGGGTTTGGATTTAGACCTTCTGGGTCTAAGATGCCTATTTTTTTCGATGTCATTATTGTCGTATATTAAGGTCAGGGTTTATTTTGTGCCTTCGCATAAAAAAATTGCAAAACAAAATCACCTGAACACTGCAATCAGATTCACAATCGTATTCCGTTTCTGATTAAGATGGCATCTTCAAATGCCAATAAACAAACTTCAAAAATCGATATTAGCAAACGAAACCCAATTAACATCACGCAGACAAATTACACCGATCCCAAAATTTGGCGCAAAATTTTTACGTTTGACCTGCCCACAAATTCATCCAGAAAAGATGAACTGATTGGCTTATCAAGATTGAGTATGTCGACTATCATTTTGTTGTCAGATCTGTTCCGATCTTTGACGTCGGATCTTGTTGGGAAAAAAATTACTTTTAGCCAAACACGCACGCTCAATGTAAAAACTGCAACTGTTGATGAGATCAACCGAAGTGCATTTACGTACACTGATGTGAATATCTGGCATCAAGTTTTTGCATTTGATCTTCCAGCACACAAACTTACAAATGAAGACATTCTTAATATTCGTAAAAACTGCATGCAAATTTTTGAAACTGCAAAGGCTGCGAATAGATATTTTGCGCAAAAATTGCTTGACGCCTATGATGATGATGTGTCCTACAGAAAGGAAGACAGTTCATCTGAAGATTTGGATATATCAAATGATGTGGATGAATATTCCGATAGCAGTTCGGATGAAGGAAGCGAAGGATACTCTTCGGATGGATGAATAAATAATTTGTTTCTATCAAAATTCTTGGTGGAAACAAATTTTATGAACGCTAAAAATTGCGGATAAAAAGTCTTTGACTGGCTAATCTAGTATACATCATTAGGTTCACAAGGTCAGAAGCCAAAATGGCCTCGCAAAAACTCGACATAACAACAGATTCTCACAAAGATTTTGCAACATTAACATACACAGATCCAGGTGTATGGCGCCAAATTTTTGCTTTCGATTTGGTGACCGATGCATCCACAAAAGATGAACTTACCGCTTTTTCAAAATTGTGTGGTGCTGCGATTGTACTTGCTAAACAAATAAGTGGTGTCATTTGTAATTCTATTTGCAATGCGAGCGTTTTTCAAATAACACCAACACAACAAACTAATTTTAATTTGCGTCATGCGAGTGTCGATCAAATAAGACTCTTGAAATACACTGATACAAATGTATGGCAACAAGTATTTACCGTTGAACTTCCAATTGGTCAACTCACGCAGCAAGATTTAATTAATATCGCAAAATATTCTATGATGATTCGTTCATTTGCAACATTTGCAAATAGGTATGCAGTTAAGATTTTAGTCAAACGCAAACTAAATGAATGCAAATACAAATCTGATAACGAGACCAAGGGATAAATTAATTTTTTTAATTTTTGTAAAAATTTTTTGACAAAAATTAACATTTACATGAAGAATAATGTTGCTCAAAATAAATTTTTCGCAATCTTATTCTTCATTACATGAAGAATAATGTCCAAACTTCCGGATTTGACAATGGATAAGTCTTATGTCTGGTGGTTTGACAAGTCAATACTGAATCAATCCATTTGGATGGAATTGTTTTGGGATAGAGTGCGCCCATTATAGCTCCGACTATACAAGCGTTAGTGTCAGTATCACCTCCATGTGAAACTGTTGATAAAATAGCAGTTTTGTAGTTATCATACTTTTTCATTGCAATGAGACTGAGCCAAAGAGCAAATCCGACAAAACCAATATTTTTGGAACCAATATCGTCCAATATGTAAATTTGTCCGTTGTAATTAAAGAAAGCCAAATCATTGTCTAAGCTGTGCATTAAACTTTGAACCAAAGGACTATGTTGATCATGTTTTCTAATCCAATCAAATAGATATTCATATCCATAGCCTCTAATTGCTCCATCCAAAATTGTTGCATAAATAATTGCTATGTGATGAGCCTCTGGATGAGAATGTGTTAAGCTGATATCTTTTTTGACGGCCTTGATGAGTTGTTCATAAGTTTTTGAAGTGTAAAAACAAACTAAACCATAGATCCGCATTAACATGCCATTGCTAAGAGATTCTGCATTAAATTTTTTTGCAGCAGCTTTCATTTGTTTTGCGTCTGGTTGTGAAACAGCATTACTCGTTGTGATGCCCATATCAAATGGCTTTGATTTGAACCATTTGTAGTAAGCATTAGCTGCAGCATCTGTTGTGTAGGTTGCTCCATCCGCAACTACTGATGTTAATGCCAGAGCCATTTCAGTATCATCAGTAAATTGTCCAGGCGCAACATTAAAAGGACCTTTGCCAATCAAACAATTTTCAAAATAACCATAAGCTTTCATTGTTTGAAGAGCTTCCTCTTTTGTTTTGAATTCTAATGTCGTTCCAAGTGCATCTCCTATCATTGCGCCAAAATAAGCACTGCGCGCCTTGACGGGCATTTTTGAGCTTATATCTTGTTTTGATGTTTGTGCCATTATTTGTATAGTATGAAATTTTGGCTTTAAACGTGCGCGCACGGACATGCAAATTTCTCTATTATTGACCCCAATTAAAAATTGAAAAATAAAATGCCTTCATGATAAAATTCAAATATCGCTAAATTATTCCATTTAAAGGAACATTGTATTACAGTTTCACGAAAATGCCTCCAGTTAAAGCCGCAAAGAATTCCACCGCCAAGAAAGCCGCTCCAACAGCCAAGGCTGCAGGTTCCAAAGCGAAAACTGCACCTAAAGCCGTTGAAGAGCCCGAGATTGATTTGGAGAATGAGGAAGTTTTGAGTGACGATGATGCTGTTACAACTAAGAATGCTAAAGCTTCAAAAGCCAAGGGAACGGCTGCTAGTAAAAAGCAGGTGACAGTTGAAGAGGATGAAGACAACGAAGAGCAGACTGAGGATGCTGAAGATAACTCTGAAGAACAGGAAGATGCCGATGCCGAGCAAGATGAACCCGAGGATGCCGATGACGCCGATGACGATAATGAAGAGGATGTTAAGCCAGCTAAGCCTGCAAAGGCTACGGGTAAAGCCACTGGCAAAGCCACTGGCAAAGCTACAGGTAAGGCTACTGGTAAAGCTACAGGTAAAGCCACTGCAGCCAAGAGTAAAGCAGCTGCAAAGGAAACTCCAGTTGATGAAGAAGACCAGGAAGCCGAAGAACTGGCTGCTCAACCACCTAAACCTAAAGCCAAGGCTTCTGGTAAAAAAGCAACTGCTGCCAAAAAAGCCACGACCAAAGCTGCAGGAACTGCGAAAAAAGCAGCTGCTGGTAAAGGAGTAACCAAGAAAGCTGGAAAAGCTAAGGGTGAAGCAAAACCTAGAGCTCCTAATGCTTACACTGACTTCTGTAAGGAACATCGTAAACAAGTCCAAGAAGAGAATCCTGGACTTGGATTTATTGAGATTAACAAGGTTCTATCTGGCATGTATCGTGAAGCCAATCCTAATGTTGTACCTAAGACTAAACCTGCCAAGGCTCCATCTGGGTCAAAGACTAATCCTAAGGCTGCAGCTGAACCTGCCGAGAAGCCCGCAGCCCCAAAGGCAAAGGTCACCGCTCCTAACGGAAAGGGAAAAGCCACTGGTAAAGCTACTGCAACTACCAAGGCAAAGGTCACAGCTCCCAAGGGAAAGGCTGTCGCTACTAAGTGATAAAAATTTTAGAACACTATTTCATAAAAATCATGATTAATTTAATAATCGATTATGATTTCAAAAAGCAAAATATTTAAAGATTGTTTTACAAAACCCACCATAAGGCTAAACAAACTAACTAACAAACTTCTTCCGCGTTCACCAAACAATTTATCAACAGCAATTATAAGTACTAAATGTCAATTTATTGTGGTATTGGAAATGTTCCCAAAGGCAAAGTTCGAGGAACGCCTGAACAATGTTTGAAGTTAAATCAGGTTCGGTATTATGGCATCGTTCAACTTGATCCTGAGATAATAAAACAATTTCAAGAAAAACTTCCAGATATATCCGATATGCAACATAAAATTAGACTTACGCAAGAGAAAATGAAATCAATTCTCAAAGAGTTTGAATTAAATTTGCATGTGATCAAAAGCAAAACTGAAACCGAAAGTCGAAAAAAGAAAGCCGATAAACGAATCGCTGAATTAAAAATTCAAGGTGAAAAATTCAAAAAGAAGCTTGCTAAGCAACGCGAAGAATTGGAACTTGCCGAAGAAGTTGTTAAACAAGCTGCTGAAGCTCAAGCAAAAAAGACTAAAAAACCAGTCAAGAAAATTGATAAAGTTACGGCTGCCAAAAAAGCTACTCCAAAAGCTACTCCAAAAGCTACTCCAAAAAAGAAACCAGCAAAAGCAACTGCATCTAAAAAGAAAACTACAAAAAAATAAAAAACTGAATTAAATAATAGAACCATTCAATTTTCAGATGAGCGTAAAATTATTGTTATTTGATGTTGATGGCACTCTATGTCCAAGTGGCCAAGTCATTGAGCAACACATGATCAAATGTTTAACTGAGATTGCTCAACAACCAAATATAATTTTAGGAATTGTTGGTGGCGGAATTGTTGAGAAAATTAAATGGCAACTTGGTGAAGCTTATTTTTTCTTCAAATATATTTTTGCAGAATGTGGTGCTGTGATGTTGTCAGACGGAAGAGTTCAATATGAAAAAAATATGCTAGACCATTGTTCTCGTAATAATCTGAATAAAATTCTTGGTGTGGCTCTCAAAACAATATCTGAAATGCCAATCATTTTTCATGGAGGACAATTAGATTTTCGCAAAGGACTTATTTATGTTTCACCACCTGGAATACAAGCCACAATATTTGAACGAAACCATTTTTTGGATTTGGATTCAAAATTATTTTTGAGACGGCAATTATTAGATAAATTGGTTGAAGCTGATACAAATAATGAGTTTGATATTTCTTATGGTGGAGCAGTTGGTGTTGCAATTCATCCGAAAGGATGGGATAAATCGCAAGTTTTGACATTTGTTGCAGATTTGGATGCCGAAATTCATTATTATGGTGATAGATGTGAACTTGGTGGAAATGATTACGCAATCTATTCACACGAATTAGTAATTGGACATGCAGTAAAAAATCCTGATGATACAATCGAACAACTCAGACAGCAAATAAATATGGTATCCTAATATAAAATTTTTAATCAAATTAATGTTAATTATTTGACTAAAATAATATTCCAAAATGGCCTTTATTATCAAAAATGAAAAAGAGTTTGCAAACATGATCTTAGGAAATTCTGTTGTTATCATAGATTTTTATGGTGATAATTGTGCACCTTGTAAAATAACAGCACCCATATTCGATGAACTAGCTACACAAATGACAGATGTAGCTTTTGGTAAAATAAATGTTGAACACAAAGCAACAGAAGAAATTGTTCTTGCAACAAAAATTCAAAAAATGCCAACTTTCGCCATATTCGTAAATGGTGAATACGTCAATAAACATCTTGGTGGCATGACTAAGAATCAAATGATAGCATTTATTAATGGGTACAGACAGTAATTAATTGTTGAAAACAATTAATTAGTGGATGTTAGTCACAAACTCACAGACAGTAATTAATTGTTGAAAACAATTAATTAATGGATGTTAGTTGTAAACTTAACAGACGGTAATTAATGCTATCGGTAGATAGTATTAATCAATGGATGTTAGTCACAAACTTACAAACAATAATTAATTGTTTTCGACAATCAAATTTTTATCATTGTTCAAATATTGTTATCGTATAATAATATTTGAATATTGTTAGTAAATGGCGGCAAACAAAATTCTCATAGGTAGGCACATTAGCATAAATCAAGGATTTGTTATGAGTGCCAACATTTCAAAAAAATTTGGTTATGGTATTTTTCAAATTTTTTTAAATTCTCCAACCAATACTTGGAATAAATCAACCAAAATAAGAGAAGCTTTAGTTGAACTAAAATTAAGAATCGATACATATGATCAATTTATGGTCATACATGGTGCTTACACAATTAACCTATGCCATCCAATATCCACACCCAGATTCAAATCATCAATACAAAATCTTGTTTCTGATCTCAAATCGAGTGTTATTTTAGGTGATCGTTGTCTGGGTGTGATCATTCACATGGGAAAAAATATTAAAGAAAATAATATTTCTGACAAACAAGCTCTTGAGAACTACGTTCAAGGAATACAAATTGCATTGGATTCCACTAAAGACGCAACTTTGATTTTGGAAACTGGTGCAGGACAAGGTACAGAAGTCGGAAGTTTAATAGATGGTTTGGCTTACATTTACAAAAAACTTTCATCTGAATACAAATCCAGAGTTAAATTTTGTATCGACACATGTCACATATGGGCAGTCGGGTATGATATTTCGACACCTGGTGGAGTCGATGATTTTTTCAAAAAGTTCGACAAAGCAATTGGTTTAGATAAAATTGCTTGTGTACATTTTAATGACAGCAGAGCTCCACTGGGTGCAAAAATTGATCGCCATGCAGATTTATCTTATGGGAAAATTGGAGCTGATGGATTGAAAGCGTTAGCATTATTTGCAGTGGAACATAATTTTCCTTTAATAATGGAAACACCTTTGGATGCAGTTAATATGGCAACAAATCGCGATGTTGACGAACTTGATGAAAAAAATTTATTGGAAAGTTGGATCATGTAGCAGTTAAATTAAGTTTAAAATGCACTCGATATTAACATAATATAATAATAATTTTTATTTGAAATGGTTTCAAAAACAAGATTTTCCAAAGCCGGCAGTAAGCTTGGCGCAAAAAGCAAGAAGTCAAGCCCAAGCAGGAAAACTGACGCATTGATAATTTTTACAGATGGTGCATGTGGATCTAATGGAAAAGCATGTTCGTATGGTGGAATGGGTATACATTTTCCAAATGGTGAATTAAAAGATATTTCAAAAATGTATGATTTAATTGAACCGTGTACAAATCAAAAAACTGAACTTTATGCGATACTCCTTGCCTTAAAATATGTGAACAAAAAATTAGGTTTGGCTGATAAAACAATTTTGATAAAAACGGATTCCAAATATGCAATCAATGCTGTGACAATTTGGATTAAATCTTGGATTAATAATGGATGGATGACTAAAGCAGGCAAACCTGTTTTAAACAAAGATTTGATATTGGATGTTCATCATTATTACAAAAAATACAAAATAAAATTTACTCACGTGGAAGGTCATGCAAAAGGGTCCAGTCCAGATGCTGTTGGAAATAGAATTGCAGATTCACTTGCAGTTCAAGCTAGAGACAATGCAAAAGCAAATCCTCCTAAACCAAAATCACTCAAAATAAGACAACCCAAAGAATTTAAACCAGATACTTCAAAAAGCAAACACGAAGTTATTAACAGCAACGGGTATCAAATTGAATTGCTTAATAGGAATTAAGCAATTCAATTTGCTAGCTTACGCGTACCAAATAGAATTACTTAATAGGAATTAAGTAATTCTATTTGCTAGCTTACATGTACCAAATTGAATTACTTAATCGAAATTAAGTAATTCAATTTGCCAACTGGCGTGTACCAAATAGAATTACTTAATAGGAATTAAGTAATTCTATTTGCTAGCTTACATGTACCAAATAGAATTACTTAATAGGAATTAAGCAATTCAATTTTCATTCAATATGAACTTAACAAAGTGTGGCCAGGGTAAGGCTGTTTCTATGTTTGAGTCTAAAAAAAGTTCTATGATCAAATTTTGAGGAGGCTCAACAAAAATATGTTCGGACTTGTAATTATTTTTGCATTTGGTTCCTAGAACCGATAAATTATTTAAAAACCAACATAAGTCTAATACTCGATTCCATTTTTGATCCGGTCCATATTTTATAGAATCAGTGCCCAACATAGCATTCAACGTAGATAAACGCTTATTAGATCTTTTGAAACATAATCTTTTCCAATTACTTTCAAAAGATAGAGCTGCATGTTTACAAAAACCATGCACAACTAATACTGGAACAGATGTTCGTCCTCTAGTTCGCCTTGCTCCTTTGTGAGTTTTCTTATTAGGATCATCTTCATTGTGCTGAGATAAACGTCTGGATGGATTGTTGGATGAACCAACATACGTTTGATTTGATTTCAAGTCAAATAACAAATAACACGCCCACGAAAGAACCTTTTCTTCTTCAGCGGAAGTAGTCACATCATTACTAGTTCCCAGTCTGTGGCTATCCGTCATTTTGTGTTGTAAATATAGACAGAATAACACTTTAGATATGGATTTCAAACAAAAATACAAAAAATATTCAAAAGAAAAATTTTCATGCAGCAAACCTCCGTCTGATGAACCCATAACCATTGCCATGGGTTATGGTGGGTCCGAAAACATGGTTGTATTGTACAAAGATTATGTTTTGAAAATTGTTCCAAATAGATTGTATCACACAATACAAACAGCAGATGATGATATGGAAATATTATTTTATAAACTTTTCACTAAAAGATTTTTACTAACAGATAAAACTCCCCATATTGTTGGTTTTTATCAAAATTTTAATTGTGATGATATTAGACCTTACATTAAACATTATGAGAGAGAATTTGGTGTAAAAAAATGTGCAAGTGTGGATGATGTGTTAGTTGGTTTGCAAGTCCCCGCTCCAAATATTGCAGTTTGCAAATTTAATTCAATGATCAAATACAACGTTATTGGAAAAGATTTTCAATTGAATGTGCTGGAAAAATGTGATGAAGGTTTGGATAATTTTTTGTTAGGCTGGACTGGTTACATTTCTTCTCTGGATAAGGCCCAAATTGCAATTGATTTTGAGATTTTTTTGTTTGTGTTGGATGACTTTTTGTTTCAAATTATTTTCACTTTAACCATAATCCAAGATAGATATCCTTGGTTTTCTCACAGAGATTTGTTTGCACACAATGTTTTATTATCAATGAGCAAAATAAAAGATGACAATGCATTCAATATGTATCATTATGGTGGAAAACATTTTTATTTACCTGCATCCAGACATTGCACAAAATTAAATGATTTTGGGTTTTCTATTATTGATTCAGCAGATTCCGAAGCCATCATATCCAAAAAGGTTGACAAAAATAGGAACTTTTTTGAATACGAAGGTGATACTACTGTCCCAATTGATCGAAAAAAACCAGATCACAAAAATGACTTGCTTCTATTTTTAACGGATCTTTATGGTATGAGATTTTACATCAGACAAAAATTTCACGATCTCTATCCACAGGCTTATGATTTATTCGTATCAAAAATTGGTGAATACATTGACCTATCAATCATAGATTCACTCAAAAAAGATTTTGGTGGCCGTGGAGTACAAAATTCTAAACTATTACAACGCGCAATAAAAACTCCACGAGAGTTACTTATGGGTGGTTTATTTGATTATTTAACCGAACCTTTGCCCGAAGGTGCTAAAATTTTGAATCATTACAACCGTTAGGTATTGGAAAGAATTGTTTCAATTCTTGACAACAACCGTTAGATATCAGATCAAACTAATCTTACAGATAAATATAATAATGATATTTGCAGCAACACAATTTGTAACGAAAAATGTTTTGCTGCGGTTGTGTATAGGTTGCATTCTTTACTTGATAGCATTACTTATTATTGCAAATGTTTTTGGTGACACACTTTCAAAAACAGCAAAGGTACTCATTTTAGCCATTCTACTAATAGATGCAACCTACATGGTTTACACAAGTATACATTTTTTGAAAAATGAGAAAAAATTAGATCAAGCTGTTCCGATTGAACGTTATGAAAATGTTAAACCCAGAAAAGCTCGTGCTAAGTTTAACATAATCGATTCCATAAAACTTGTTAAGAATAAAAAATCATCTCGTTTGGAAACATCAGATTCTATGCCAAGTTTGATCCCAGTATTTGACGACGACATCACACTAACAGATTTTTAAAATTGCACAAAAATTTGTCCTAATTTAATTTAAATTAGAGCAAATTCAGTAATTTTATTACTTGAAACAAGTCCAAGATGGCTCAGGAAATCATTGAACAAATTCAAAATGGTAACATTGCTGAAATGTTAGTAAATATTAAACCCAAGCAATTGGAAGAAGTTATTACACTAAGTGCAGATGCTTATCATAATGGTGAAACTCCACTTATTACGGATCAACAATACGATGTCCTAATTGAAAAACTCCGTTTGTTGAAACCAAATAGCAAAGTTCTTAAAAATACTGGAGCTCCTATTAGAGGCAAGAAAGTATCTCTGCCATATTGGATGGGATCTATGGACAAAGTTAAAACAGAAGACGAAGTTAACAAGTGGATCAAAGATAATAAAGGACCATACGTTTTATCTGATAAATTGGATGGAGCATCTTGTTTGCTGGTCAAAATAGATGGTGTGATTAATATGTATACAAGAGGCGATGGTTTAGTTGGTCAAAGTATCGATCACCTTTACAAAATGGTTAATATGTACACTGAAATGTTCGAAAAATCTGGAGATGATGCAGTGATCAGAGGAGAATTAATTATGTCTAAGGAAAACTTCGAAAAATGGGCTCAAGAAAAATCTGATGCGAGAACAACGGTTTCAGGTGTTGTTAATTCTAAACCCGCAAGTATTGATCCTGATCTTGCTGCGGACATCGATTTTGTTGCTTATGAAGTTCTTAAACCTGAACTTAGAGCATCAGAACAATTTGATCAATTGGAAAAATGGGGATTTAAAGTCGCTCATCATGTCGCTAAAAAAACGATTAATTGGGAAACTTTGGATAACTTTTACAAGAAACGCAGAGCAGAGTCGGAATACAATATCGATGGAATAATCGTTACTGACAATGCTATCCATATCAGAAATAAAACAGGAAATCCACCTTACAGTTTCGCATACAAAGGTGAAACTCCAACTGCTAATGTTGTGGTAACAGATGTCATTTGGGATCCAAGCAAAGACGGTTTGCTAATCCCAACAATTCAATATGAACCTGTCAGATTGTCTTCAGGTACCCTTACCTACACAGCGGGGTTTAATGCAGCTTACATTTACAATAATGGCATTGGACCTGGAGCTGTAATAAAACTTGTTAGATCAGGTGATGTTATTCCTTACATTTTGGAAATTGTTGAATCTGTTGAACCATCTCTTCCAGAAGATGAAGAATGGGTTTGGGACAAAAACGAAGTTAACATTGTGCTTAAAAATCCTGACGTGCATCCTGTTGTTATTGCAAAACGCATGTTGAGGTTTGTTGAGTATGTTGGTGTTGAGAATCTTTCAGAAGGTTTGATTACAAAATTGGTGGCGGCAGGTTATGATACGATTGACAAATTGGTTGATCTAACTGTTGACGACTTGATGGAAATTGAAGGTTTCCAAAAAACACTTGCAGTAAAGATCTACAAAAATTTGGTTAATGCACTATCCGGTTTGAAACTTCTGACATTAATGGCTGCATCAAATATTTTTGGCAGAGGTTTTGGTGAAAGAAAGATAAAAAAAATTCTAGATGTTTATCCCAACATTGTCGACGAATACAAGCCCGCACAGGTTGCAAACTGGCGGCAAAAACTTAATGCAATTGACGGTTTTGATAATATTTCGACGAATGCGTTCCTAGATAAACTTCCGGAATTCCAAAAGTTTTACAAATCCATCAGTAAAAAACTTGTTATTGAACCACATGTTAATTTGGTAAAACGTGGAGGCAAATTCCAAGGCCAGAATATTGTGTTTACTGGTTTCAGAAATGAAGCTTGGAAAGAATTTATCGAATTAGAAGGTGGTAAAGTGTCCACATCAGGACCAACTAAGAATACCACGTTACTCGTTTTCGCTAGCGAGGATTCATCAAGTGCCAAATTTGTCAAAGCTCAAAAATTGGGTGTTAAAATGATAAGCAAAGCAGATTTCGCTGCACTTATTGCAATTTAATTAATAAAATATTAGTTAAATTGTCTTGTTTTCAACTGATAATCTTGGGATTGTGGGTTTTGATTTTTGTTTTGAAGTGATATCTGTTATTCCCACAGACCCATCGGCAGCAAGTTTCCCTAAGGGCTCAGGTTGTTTTTTCTTGGAGTAAAGGTAGACTAGTCCTAAGATTACCAGCACCAGACCAAAGATAATCAAAATATATGTTTTGTCAGTGGATGTCATTGCACTATATCCTAAACATAATAGAATATTGTACCATCATCTTCAACATTGAAATCTGCTAATTGTTCACCTATGATAGCATCTACAATAGATCTTGCAGCATAAACAGATTTGTCAATTAAAACTTCAGTAAAAGTTAATTGCATGAACATTAACTTATCATAAAAATTGTAATTACACTTTTCTTCTGGTGGTAAACTTACAAATTTTTCCAAAAGATCATCATAATTTTGTTTAAATAATTCGATTAAATATTCAACTTCGTCTGAATCATGTTTCAATTGCGTGTTAACACTTTTTCTCAGTGCAATTGGAGATAATGGTCCATGAGTATCAAATGCTTGTTTGTAAACAATATCGATAATATATATCGGGCTGAACATCCAGTAATTATTTTCTTGTAAAATGATCTGTGTGAAACCATTTGTTTTCGCTGGATCTTTTCGTAAAGTACCATTTGCTGCAACTTTAGTCCACATTTTCATGAATTTGACTAGTAAACTTTTTGGATGGAATATCGAACCAATTAATTGGCAATATTTGTCGTAGATTTGTTTTGCCAAAAACAGCGTTTCAGTCTCTACAACGAAGTAATCAGTTCGCAATAAAATCAAAGATTGCATATCTAGCATTGATCCAAATATCCATTTATTAAATCTCAGTCGTTCCCATCGAATGCCAAGTATGTCATAAAAATCGACAACATGAAGTTTTAACATTTGGCATATTTTTGGATTTAGTGTTTGTGTAACAATCAAAGGCTCGTCGTCAAAAGTTGAAACAACTTTCTCCGGAACTCTGCGATCATCATCATAAGTTAACAAATTAACTTTATCTGAGACCCTGCGATCCTCATCAAGAATTGGTGTAATTCTATCCGAAATCTTACGACTGGACTTATTAGTGTAAGTCATCATGCAATATCATTGTTAAACATAAACAAATTAACTATAAATATCAACAAAGGCCCACAATTTTTTATTTCACAAATAAAAGTTGCAGCGTAATTTTTCTGCGCAAAAATATACTCCCAAATCAAATAGTTAATGTGATGGCTTTATTAAAAGTACAAAAACTTGCAACACCTCGTCCAGTCTCAGTTCCTGTGCAATATTACAGTAACCAAGGTTTAAGGTCCGATAATGAAGACTACGAAAACTTCTTTTTGAATTTGGATCTCAATGGTAAAATAATTGCAACAGATAAAGCTGCGGCCAATGTATTTGTTGTTTGCGATGGTCATGGTGGTGATAGAGTGTCAACGTGTGTCGGAAAAATGTTAATAAAATCTTTGACAAAAGATAGTACAACATATCCAATTGGTAGATCATCTATTAAAGAAAAATATGATCTTATCGAATCAAAAATTGAAGGACATCCCGATAGCATAGGAAATGGTTGCGGATCAACTGCATTGACAGTATGTCATTTTTACGAAAAAGGTAATCCATACCTTCAAGTTATAAACTTAGGAGATTGCAGAGCGGTCATGTCAAGAAATGGTTTGCCATATGTTTTATCAAAAGATCACAAACCGATGTGGCCCGATGAGCAAGAACGTATCCATAACTTAAATGAACGTTTACCTCTACACCAGCGTCGCAAACCATTATTTGTTGAAGGAGATTGGCGAGTTAATGGATTATCAGTTTCCAGAGCTTTTGGTGATACAGAATGTAAACCACACATTTCGCATTTACCAGACAGTTTTGTTTACCCAATTGGATCTCAAGATGAATTTATTGTAATGGGTTGTGATGGGTTGTATGATTGTCTGGACAATGATGAAGTCATCAATTTTGTTAGAAATCAAATTAAAGCTAATCGAACAGATCACTACATAATCCCCCCACACAAAGTTCTTGGAGAAGTTGGATACAAAATTGTTGAATATCCTGGTAAATTAGCACATACAGCAAATATTGCAGAAAAGCTCAGCGCTTATGCTATCGCAAAAGGTTCTACCGATAACGTCAGTGTCATCATAATCTTCCTCCAATCTTAAATATTTTATTGCAAAATTTTGCAACAAGATATTGATTAACAATGGATTATGAACAGAATCCAAAATTGAGGAATGGCTTTAAAATTGTGCTACTGCACAATTTTATAAGGAACCCATTTGTCCAAATCCGCGCTCTTTTGGCATTCAACAACTAATTCTTTTGTTTTGTTACTCCTGAACCAAAATGCAAAAGTTTTACTGAAAGTGATGTTTGGTACACCTGCAAATCCAATTTTTGTTCGAGTATCATCACAATTTTTGGCATACAATATGTACACATCATTTTTTGCTGTTTTTTGCATGATAAATGTTTCCACTTCAATAATAATATCTTCGACGTCCTCAGATTTGAGTGTGTATGAATAAATAGTCTGACCATACAATTTTGGGTAAAATATCAATTCTTGAATGTGTTCGTCAGATTTTACTCTGTCAAAAACTAATCTTAATGAATCAGCATCTGTATTGTAACATTGGCATACATTCAAAGTGAAATCTGAACCTTCTTTTACTCTTGTGTGTGAAGCTAAAACTTGATGTAAATTTTTCAATCGATCATCTTTTGTTTTGACAAGTTCATTTGATCCTCCCAGAACATAAACTTCGTCTGCTGTAAAAAAACGTCTTTTACCAAAATCATCAATTATTTCATAATAAATACCTTCCATAATTGTTCCCGAGTGCAAAAACTTAGTGGCACTCAAACCAATTTCATGAAACACAATGTTATTCTTATTAAACTTTGTGAATTTAGGAAAGTTGATAGCATAATAAACGTCATCAATTGTGCAAATTATTGCCCATGATCTAACACCTGAATACTTTGGACAAATAACATAATCATTGTTTCCAAGTACTTCCAAATCTTCGTCTGTGATAATTTCAGTAAAGCGACTGTTATAATTTGGTTGAACGCTTGCTAAATATTTAAAAATCTTATTTCTAATATCACTGGAATCCAAATCTAAATTCACCTTCTTATCAGACATATTGGATCTGGATATATCAATAATGTGGCACTTTTTATTTAAGTTTGTTTTTCGGCAATTTTTTTAGTGTGGGTTTTGCTAAACACAATTCTTTTCAAACTAATTTGTAACACAAATTAGTTTAAAAATCGTTGCTAAACACAATTCTTTTTAAACTAATTTGTAACACAAATTAGTTTAAAAATCGTTACCAAAATTAACTCCACTTCTTCGGTCCATGTCCAAGTTACCTGCCATTAAACCGCCACCAAGTTGACCAGAGTTCATTTCGTTATCGGCTTCATATGTTGTTAAGTTTCTACCTTTATGCAAAACTTTCTTTGGTTTTGGTCTGGGATTAGATCCAGTTGTTCTATTTTCATAAACTTCGCGAATGGTTTTGCCTGCTGGGTTTATTAGCTCCGCATATTCAACCATACCATCTTGTTGCTCGTGGAATTTTGCCAAATCTTTCAAACTTTGTGCACGATGTTTATGTGAACGTTGAAGTTTTCTCAAGAATTTTTTTTGCTGATTTTCAACAAATTGTGGGTTAAATGCAGCTCCCCATTCGCCTTCAGGATTTTCTTCTGACATATTTGCTGGTTTCAAACTTGATTCAAAAACACTTTGTTCGGAAGTTAAATTGTCTGAAGTTGCAAATGGAGCTATTGATGCACTTGATTCCAGATCGCAAACAACAGAGTTACTTGTTGGGTCAATTTTACATTTTGGCTGAGATTTTTTTGGAACAATTTTGCAAACAGAACCATCACATATTACATTAGGCATGGGATCGTTATCAAATCTTACCCTGAACTCACGGTTGCTTCCAGAAACTTCGTTATGGGGCTTGTGTTCGCGAGTGTTCGCAGAAACTAAGGGTTTGTGCTTGCGGTTGTCCCCATATGGTTTTCGGTCGCGAATCACTGCATCTGAATATTCTGGTTGCGTGAATGGTTGCTTTTGTTGCAGATGTGTAACAGTAGTTGTTTTTGTGGTCCTACCCTTATGCCAAAAATAGTAAACAACCAAAATGATTACCAGAATAAGCAATATAATAACTGCTGCTGTAATCATTTGTTAAGAACTTGTTCATACTCAGTTATCAGAATTTAATTTTATTTGAAAAGTTTATTGCAAACGATTATTATGTTTATATCAGAGATCAACTAGCGTGTAATCGTCAGTTACGAAGTAACATTGATTAACTGAGTGAAATCGTCGATGGCTTCGCAATCTAGATTAACAGAGTGTAATCGTCGGTTACTGCGCAACCTAGATTAACTGAGTGTAATATAATCGAACAATAATTAAGATTAAATGTCAACATTGTTTCCCAAAAAGAATAATCAAAAATATCAACTCATTGATGATGAGCAAGTTCAACAATATGTTAATGAATTAACTCCTCCACCAAAAGCTGATTATTGGGCTCCAGCTAAATCTGGAGCTAAAACTTTTTATGAAAAGTGGATCAGACCAAATATTTTCCTGATCGTCGTAATTATTTTAGTTATATTGTTCCTTATTTACAGATACAAATCAACAAAAAAGGAAAAGAAACTTCAACCACCACCCCAATCAAATCAACTTAAAACAAATGCAGATGGAAGCATAACTCTAAACAGAGATCAAGTCCAGGAATTAAGTGAAGCCTTAGAAAAATACAAAAATAGAGAATATCAATATATGGCTGAACCGAAAATTTACAGAGATGCGGTTAGAAAATATCGCTAAAGCGATATTTTAACCGAATCAATGCAAAAATTAAATTTATAATTTAATTTTTTCAGAGATGCGATTAGAAAATATCGCTAAAGCGATATTTTAGCCGGATCAATGTAAAAATCATATTTATAATATGATTTTTTCAGAGATGCATTTAAACGATATCGTTAATACATGCGGTGAATTGCAAATGTAATGATTTAGGTCTTAGCACAAATTTTAATAAATTATTCTTTCTTAGATTGTTTTCCGAAGTCAATCTTTTGTGTTCAATTTCAAGAAATATATCAAGTGACGAACAATTAGCATGATGTTGTTTAATTAGAAATCTTTTGCAATTCCCGATCACAAAAAATTTTTGGCATTTAGATAATTGGTTAAAGTAATATTTGAACAAATAAATGTTTTTTGGTCTGTATATCATATCGTAAGAGAACATGTTGATCATGATATTACAAAATTTATGATCCAAATTAATTGTTTTCGTCCAGCTAACGTTGCTCAAGTAATGAACTTTATCCACACTTACAGTCATGTTACTGGAGCAACAAGAATTAATAATTATGCGCATTTCGTGATGAGTCAACTCATAGCCTTTGCGATGCAAATAATCAACCACATGCATCTGATCAAAAAAGAGACATTCGATGTAAAGATCATATTTATCTGGCAATGTGTAACCAATATCCAGAAGATATTCGAACATCGGAATATTTCCTGAACGGATACTTCTACCAATAACGTAACGATTTGACTTTCCAATATCGCAACCAATTTCATATAACAAATAATTTAACATAGGAAAGTCGCTATGCTCGACACACGGTACCAATGCCAATTCTAAATTACACCAATGTAAATGACGCGGCATGATGGGTACATGTTGTTGATTTAACAAATATTTTAAGATGTCCAATTGACCACACATTGCTGCAACATTTGCAGCATCACATATATAATTTAACATTGAACCATGAGAGTTGTCGTATGAATTTTTAGTTTTGTCTAAAGCATATTCGATAATATGCAGATGTCCAAACATCGAAGCCTTGTTGTAAATCTCATAATTTAATTTGTTGTTGTTGACAAGCCATTTGAATGTTAAAAGATCACCGGTGGTTGCTGCTATTATTTGAGCTTTATCAAAAGTTTCATCTGTAATTTCATACAATGCATGATAATACGTTAATTGTCGATGAGCTCCTCTTTTAGTTGCATCTAAAAAGTCATCAACAACTTCTGGGACCTCTTCTCGCCTTGCCATTTGAATACATGGAATAATATGTTTTATTAATTGCGGTATCTATCCAAGATTAATTTTGTGCAATTTTTATCAAACAAAATTAAAAGAAAATCGTATATTGAATACGTAAACTTCGTGGTTTCAGTGCATACATCAAAAGGTTTTGTTTAGTTCTGGATTGTATTAATTTTTGGCGTTGGTTGATAATTTTTGCCATGTATGTAATGAGTTTTTTGTTATCATTTTTCTTTTTTGTGAGATTTTCAGCTGCGTTTGTTGCAAGAGCATTTATGGTGAGATCTGCTATTATATTTTTTTGGTGGCGGTTGAGATAATTATAAAAATACTCAAACAACGTAATTTTGTGTCCAACTGTTAAATTATCAGATCCAGATACTAATTTCATACTAAGTGACCAATATTTTGTTTGGTCAATACTAAACCCAATATTCACCAAATAACGGATAATATCAAAATTCTCCGCAAACAAAAAATCATTATGTGTGATTATTCCAGCTATTTCATGACAAATCACATTTACACCTTTTGAGTAAAAATAATTAATCATGTGGTATGATTGTTGGTTTGCTGCACGTTCATATAATTCAGTTGGCAATGATATATTTTGACGCGAACTTTTAGGTGGATTCTGCATTTTGTAATCATAATTTTTCAACATATGATCCAAAATTTCAGTGCGCTCACAAGTAGTCGCCACTTTATATATTTTAAGTTCGTACCGAGCAATACTATTTTTACAAAGATCGCGCACAATATATTTGAAAATATCTGTTCGACCATAAATAATGGCTGATACAATCATGTTGCGATAAAATTTATGGCTTAACCCATGCGGGCAAATTGGAACAAGACACGACATCAATAATTTTGCACGTCGAAGCTTTCCTTTTTCAATTGCTATGATTATGGCTGTTTGCAGAGTTTTTCTATTTGCATCGTTTAGCAAAGGTTTATGGGCGAATAATTTTTTCGCATAATAAGAAATTTCCACAGGCAATGGATCAGATCGCATGTCCAAGACTGATGTGTATTTCAATTTAGTTAAGAGTTCATCGTTGTTTTTTATTGATCGAACCAATTTTTGCGCTATTGAATCAGTAGTCATGTTATGGATACTAAAATATTTACCAAAATTACTTTTGGCAGAGATTTTATTTGCAATTTTTTAGGATAAAAATTCTAAAAAAATGTCATCTGAATATGCAGACCAGTTGGTTTTAGTGTTGATTTGAGTAGATTATGTTTGCGCGCGGATTTTGAAGTTTTTATTTTTAGTAAAAGTGGACGCACATTGTGTTCATTAAATAAATATTTATGCATATTGCATTTTACATAATAACTCTGACCTAATATTGCCAATTTTTGGCGCAATGTCAAATATGAAAAATAATAGACGCGTACTGTCACAACATTTGCATTTATGCACTTGTAATAACCGGTTAACCTATCATAACATAAATCCAACTCGCTTAAAAATTGTGCTGATTTAACGCAACTAGCAGATATTAATAATAGTTGTTTTGTGTAATCGTCATTAATCTTGTTATTAAAATATATGTTTGCAACATATTCCCACTGATGTCTATCATAAACATTTTCCATACACAATTCAATAATACGATAAACATATTTTCCGCAATCTGGACTGTATAAATAATTTGCCACATGATAATGCTTGTTCACAACACTTACAATGTATGCTGATTCCTTAGCAGAAGTTATGTCATCAGTAAAATATGTTAATAAAAATTTGACGACGTCCAAATACCCACAAGCCGCAGCATTATTCAGGGAAATTTCTGACACAAACCCTGAATTTAATTCACAAAAATACTTCACGATTTCCATGTTGCCACAACCAGCAGCTATTTCGATTATGTGTTTGTAAGAGTCATTTTGCATATAGCCACTGTCGACAAAATATTTCAAAAATACTAATCGAGAATTTGTTACACATATGGTTAAAAATAGACTTGGATATACGGAAATATCGTCAAGTAATTTTTTTAACACCCGTTCATTAGCTTTCTTTGATATGAATAATTTCAGCATTTCCAGTTGTCCATGTTGAACAATTTTCATCAAAATATTTGGTATACGCGTGCATCCAGATTTTGCTAGCACGACATGATGGTAATATTTGAATTTGGTCATACAACCATCTTCAATAGCCTTAAGGATAGCATCAACTGTGTCATTATGATCCATTTCGACAATTGCACTATGTTAATCGAAATTGCTGCATAAATATCATCAATTAAAATATTTTTGCAATTTTTTGGGATTTTTATCTAGGAAATGTTTACCAAATAAAAATCAAAAAATTACGACATTGTTCAAGAACTGATAGAAAATTTTTTCATGAGGAACTCTGTTGCAGCATCATTATCCAAAGCTCTCAAATAAGGAGTCAACTTAACTCTGATTTTATTCATCGTGATGTCGGACGTCTTAAACAAAGTTAGAATATCTTTCTTTTCGATATCAATTTCGTGTTTCTCAGAAAAGAACAGCACATTACATGCTGCCATAGCTTGAGCATTATGATCAGAAGCAACTTTGAGCTTCTGGCAATTTCTTACCATTTGACTAATTATTGTAATATGAGCATCAGTCAAACTCAACATTGGGCACAATTGATAAATAGAATCTTCAGCACTAATAGATTCAAGTTGCTCCAAAAACACATCAGTTTCTGCAGCCTGCCTGATAATTTCATCAAACGTTTTATTTCCTTTGGACATTTTCTTGTCAGTCAAACCAAAACTTTTACCAATATCTTTCAAAGCCAATGGGATCTTGTGTTGTTCACATGCCTTGTAAATACACGTTGCAATAATAGATTTGCGATTGTTACCTCTGATAATTCTAATTTTGCCCTCGTTTTTGCCTTTGATATGCTTACTGTTGGCAATCTTCCTGTAAAAAACATTTGCACTGTCGGCTACAATCTTGCGAATGTTATGTTCAGCGCAAAATTGGCAAATAACTTTTTCAACAGCGATAATGCTGCGCTCTTTGTATGGACTGGAATTCCATTGACGCATTTTACCGATTTTTGTAACAGCTGCTCCAGTAGAAATTGTGCATCTGCTTGCAGATTCTTTACGACCATCATCATTATTAAACTGATGCCATTCTGGTCCTCTGTCAATTAACTGTTCGCCAACCATACCACAACTTGGACACATCATATGACCACGTTGATGGTTATCAATCATTTCAGTTTTACAATTCGGGCATTTGTTAGTTGAAGTTCCGACAGGTCCACATGTAGACTTTGTTCCTTGATACTCATCAAAAATATCATCCAAATCATCCTCCAAAACAACTGTCGTTTTGTCGACTTCGGGAATTTTTTCAATAACTTCGGGAGCTTGCACTTCAGCATCCACATCCTGCACTAGGTACAAATTTGGACATAATTGAGCGTATTGTTCCATTTTTGTAACCTTCTCGATTTGCTCCAAAAATGTTGTAAATATGGCATCTAATTCAGATACTTTATCGCTAAAAATTTTCTTTGTAGAAGTGGGTCCATACAAAAATCTATCACTAGCACCATCATCATCGCAAATCTTTTCAAAATCTTCCAAATACTTTGCAACCAACTGTTTTTTATTAACAGTCGTTGTCAAATGTATTTTTTGTGCTATACCTTCTTTCAATGGCTTTAGTACATCAGATCCTGAAAACATTTGCTCAAATGTGTTTGACAAGTGCTAATGCTTTAGCACAGAATTAATTTTTATATCAAAATCCGCTTTCAATTTTAATTTCCAAGACTCGTTTTTGGAAATTAAAAGGATAATTCAATAATAGTTTGCTTTTGTTGAATTTCAATTTTAATTTCCAAGACTCGTTTTTGGAAAAAGACAATTCAATAACAGTTTACTTTTATTGAATTTTAATTTTTTGAGAAATCATAATTTGCGATGCAATATTTATTTTAAGCAAAATCTTTGGCATTAACACCTATAATTACTTTGGGATTGGTAATGATTTCTTTTATATGCGACACGATAACTATCTTGAAGTTTGCATCAAACAATTCTGGACTCTTCGTCTGTATTTTTATGTAGTCTTCTTCATTTTCTTGGCAAATGAAAACAATCTTCACACCAGCTCTTTTTGCTCCTTGTAATTTTAGATCTAATCCGCCAATTTTGCTAATTTTACCAGTAAGTTCTATTTCACCAGTCATGGCAATTTCTCTATTAATAGGTTTTCCTACTAGTGCTGAAACAAAAGCTGTTGCAAACGCACAACCTGCAGATGGTCCATCTTTAGGTGTACCGCCATCGGGAACGTGAATATGAAATCCATTTACAAAAATATTTGATAATTTTTTCTTATGCAGATTAGAAACCAAATTTGAAGCTACAGTAAATGCACATGCTACAGACTCTTTCATTACAAGTTTTTGGTTGCCGGTCATTTTTAATTTCAATTGTGTATTAGCTACAGGATTCGCAAAAATTTGAATCGGGATTATACCACCGGAACCCATTTCAGTTGCATACAAGCCATTTATAACACCAACTAAATCATCTGCATGCACTTTTTCAATTGGTGTATAGGTTTTTCCCAAATACTCATCAACTTGTTCTTGAGAAAATTTTATTGTTTGACCTGGGTCAAGTTCCAAATTAAACAACTTGTCGGCAAACTCAGGATCAAGTTTAGCATTTTCAACTCCAGTATGATCTTTAATCAATGTTTTGAAATGTTGGCCTCTCAAATAAAATCTGTCAATATTAAATTTCAAAAGAATTTGTTCAAGTTTTCTTTTTAATTCTCTCACACCTGCTTCTAAAGTGTATTTCTCGATAATATGCCTAATTACATTTGTATCAAAAGTTAATTTATCATGTGGTAAGCCAATATTTTCACAAAGTTCTTTGATCATAAATGTACTAGCAATTTGAATTTTTTCCTGCGTTGAGTATGCACTAACTTTAATTTCAGTTATGCGATCTAATAAAATTGGATCTAGTTTGCTTGCGTCATTGTAAGAAAATACAATTAATGCACCACTGAGATCAAAATCGATTGATGAATAAAACCTATCTTGAAAATTTTTATTCATGTTAGGATCAGTTAAATGTATTAGTGTGTTAAAAATTTCATTTGAATCATTTCGTTTAGTCGTTTTGTCAACTTCATCAAAAAATAAAACTGTTCTCCAACTTCCAGCTTTAATCATTTGTCGAATAATTAATCCATATTGTGCGCCTGCGTAAGTAAAACTATGACCAATCAAATCGGCGGCATCTGACATTCCACCCAAACCAATAATAGCCAATGGGATTGATAAAGCATCACTTATGCTTTTTGCTAATAATGTTTTACCAACTCCTGGTGGACCAGTCAGACCAATAACTTGTCCAGCAGATTTAGGATTTTGGATCCATTTACCAACCAATTCAATAAGCTTTTCTTTGGCAGTTTCATGACCATAAACCGATCCATTTAATTTAGTGGCAACATTCGCTAAATAATCTCTTGACGCTCTTGCATTCTTTTTCAAAATTTCAAATTCAACACCCACATCTAAAGGTCTCCATGGGAATTTCAACAATCCATTAATGGCAGCTTGTAACTTATAATTAGGTTCTCCTGTTTTGAGTTCTGCATCTTTTTCCAAGATGTAAGTCTTCACAGAATCTGGCATTTGGGGCAGAACTGCAAGTTTTCTTTCAATGGAAATTGCATCATCGTCTGTGCTTAGAGCTTTTATTCTGGCAATTTCTGTTTTGAGATTTGAATTTGATTTATCTAACTTTATTTGGCAACTGTGTGGAAGATTGTGGTACAAAATATTTGCAATAATATCTGACCCAAGTTTATTTTTATTTTTTAGTGTATTATACAAAACTGCAGCTGTGTTAACATTTGAATCTGATCCTAGTAACAACAAATTTAACAAAAAGTGCATATTTTTAACATCAGCTCTGATAAAATCCTTCATGATCACATCAAAAGTTTTTTTCTGAATTTCCATTAGGTAAGAATAGCTGAATGCAATAGCTTGAGCACATTGTTCAGCTGTCATTGTAAAATAAACACTATTGTTTGTTAATCTAGTGTATTTAACAATAAATTCTTGGCTGACTTGTGGATAATCTCTCTTCATTATCATCTTTATTTTATTTTTCAATTCATGTATGTGTCTGAATCTAATTTGCGAAGTTCTTGAATGGATATTCAAACTATCTTCGGAAACAAATCCTGTGAATGTAATAACATGTCCTGTTGTCAAAGTCAAAATTAAAATACAACAATTGTTAATGAGCGCATCAATATCTGGTTCAAATTTTGAGATAGCAATTCCTGGTTCAGGATTATCTTCTAATTGGACATCTATGTTAATCGGAGTAAAAATTTTATTGTAAAGTTCAAACAAACCAAGAAATTCGATGTCAATAAATGATTTGTATGATTTGAAAATAAAAGTTTCACAAAAATGATGCATTGATGGAGCTCCATGTTTAGATGCTAAAGCCATTATTTCAGATTTAATTTTTGAAAAAGGGTATGTATCAGTATCTACAATTCCACAAATAACATTTGCAATTTCTTCAAAATCATCAGCGTCAACATAATCATCTGCCGATTCTAAAAAATTATAATCATCTTCTCCAGGCATGACACCATTTGGAACAAATTTTGCATAAGTCTTGAGACCATCTCTGATTAGCTGATCAACTGCGCGCAAAATTTCTTTTTCAATTTTAGTGTCGATAATCCATCTTCTATACAAATTGTCAATGTGTTGTGTGAATCCAACAAGAAAATCTGCATGCGAACAATAGGTTTTTCTCAATCGATGATAAAATTGGCGTGTGTGTTTTTCTTCCGCACGCGATCTGGTTGTGTAATATGTCCTATCCATTATGCTTAGGTTGACTGGAGCGTATAGTCTTATACTTCAATACTAACTGGAAAGATTCACTAAAATTGTTGAAATTGTTACATAATTTTGCGTTTGCAATAAAATAATAGCTAACGGAATCGAGTACAAGTCTCGCTTGTATTCTACACAAAATCTGCTAATCCATTCTTATCATTAAGGATGGATTAACGAGTTATATATTTCATTTAAAATCCGCTAATCCATTGTTACTGGTAAAAATGGGTTAATATGTATAGTTTTTTTTGTTTTTCGGGTCTGTGAAGCCTCAGAAAATATTTTGACTTAAAAATAACACTCTACCTATTGTCAGTACCAGAACTACAATGCCTGCCGCCAAGACTCCCGCTAAAGCCACTACTAAAGCCGCCGCCTCAAAAGCCCCTGCCTCAAAGGCTCCGGCTGGAAAGGCAGCAAAGCCTGCTGTTAGTGAATCTTCTGAAATGGCCGGAGGAGCTTCTAAAGCTTCTTCCAAGATCACCAATAAGAAGTCTTCACCCAAGGCCAACAATGATGTTCCAGCAGGAAAGCGCAGCTTCAAGGTTCGCTTTGCCGATGGATCTGCTTCCGGACGTTATATCTCTAACACTCCCAGAAGCGCTGCATCCAAGGGACTTACTCAATACCTTAGAAAGTTGAAGAAGGAAGGAAAGAAGATTCCTCCTCAAACCAAGATGTACCTTTCAGAGACCACTCTTAACTCCAAGAAGCGCCTTTATGCTTATGTTGCTAAGCGTGAGCCTTTGCCTGAGCCTCAGACTGTCCCAGTTCCTGACATCAAGACTGGAGAACAGAAGCACATCGTCTATAATTTCCGTAACAAGATTACCAAGGACAGATCAGGAAACATCCCTGAGATTTTGCTCTCAAGCAGAAAGCGTCCCGCTAAGAAGGTTACTAAGAAAGTCGCCAAAAAGACCACTACTTCCACTAAGAAGCCTGCTTCTAAGACTGCAAAGAAGCCTGCCTCCAAGACCACCAAGAAGGCTAAGGCTTCCGCTTAAACAATTTAATAAAAATCATGATCAATTTGCAATTAATTATGATCTCAAAAAATTAAATAAAATACATTTGAATATGCAAACTATTTGGTTTCATTGTGTGTCTTAATAAATTATTTTTCTTAATTCTTTTCTCAAGCAAAATTTTCTTTGATGTTACATCTAAAATTATTTTTTCTTCGCAAATATCTGATTTTAATTTGTAAACAGATTTTTCCATAATTGTCAGTAAATAAGTATATGTTTGCATGTGCCCATTTTTGATGCTCTGTACTAAAGGATAATACTTTGGACCTGTAATATTAGAACCCATGCTAATCAGATATGTAGAAACGGCGAGATGTCCATATTTAATGCTCCATTGCAATGCCAGATGACTTCGACTTGCGACATTGCACCCATTTTCGACAAAATATTCAACAAGCTTAAGATGCCCGCGATTAGCACTCCATCTCAAAACATAATCATGCCTATGCCTGATATCGCATCCTTGATTAACCAAATATTTAACAATTTCCAAATCTCCTCGTTCTGCACAATATCGCAATACACTATCACGCTGACTTTTGTTTCCATATCCGGATACAAATAATTTTTTGATTGCACCAAAATCACCTCTTGTTGCTTCTATTATTAATTGGTTACTTGTCATTTCGCACGAATAATGTCACAAAATATTGATGTATGTTAAATATTTTGATTTCAATTTTTTATCAATAATTTGCAGTTTGATAAACAAAGTAAAATCTAGTAATATAATTAGAGATCAAACAATAAACAATTAGATTTAAATGGCTGCAGATCTTGCTGACGTTGGATATTTAGCCCCACCGCAAGCTGCATTGCCTGTGGTAAACACAAACGCGGCTGCCAGCATTAGTGACTTGGGTAAAGATTTACCACAAGGAGATTTGCAAGACATGCTTGTGAAGATTCGCCAACATTTATTTGAATTGGACTATTTCAAGACTAGAGATATGGCTCCAGTTGATAGGTTAGTTGTTGGCGATAGTCAAATTACAACCAAATGCTTATTGCATTTCTTTAGTGGCAATGCAAGGTTTTACGCATCAAATGCTTCTGAGTGTTCAGATGTTCTGAGACAAGCTGTCACAACAAATGCAGAAGGTAAGCGAACAATTGATCTTAAGAACATCATTAAGCTATCGCAAGACAATTGTGGTACACTAAATGGTTTGGATCAAGATAAATGTAAGGCTGCAAACTTCTTGGCAGATAGTAATTTTTACAAAAATTTGTATGGGTTTAATATTTCTATGTTGAACTTTTTGTCATATGATCCATCTTTCAAATCTCTTCCTGCCGCTGATCAATACAGATTACTTGACAATGTTAGAGTCTTTGTTAAACAATCTCTGCAATATCTGCAAGCTTACATGAAGAGATACAATATTACCAGTCCTCAGTTGGAAGCCAGTGGTAAAGATTTGTTATACATTTTGACTCATATTTATTATCAGGAGGCAAATATTGGAACAAGTGTAGGTGATTTGAATGGTTATTATAACAAACTTAAGCAAGCCGTTGACAAAAATGCTGCCACATATGCACAGATTCTTAACACAGCTGAAACCCAAAAAGCATTCACTGGAGCTGTTAGTCAAGAACAATCGCAAGTAGTCAATCAACTTATTCGCGACATTCAATCAAAACTCGCAGATGAAAACGCCAGACAACTTAGTTTGCAGACCGAACTTGCTGATATTCAGAGATCTGGACAATTATCTGCAGCTTCTGCTTCTGCGAATGCCAAAGCAATTGCTGATAGATTGGCTAGACAATTAGAGATCAGGACTTAATTAAATTAAGTAAATATCACCATATAATCAGAATTTAATTTAGTTTAGACTAAATTAAATAATGTAAATTAATATTAATCCATAAGTTAATATTAATTTTCAAATGAGTACCAAACCTTTGTTAACAGAAACCGAAAGCCATGGTTACAAAGCAGCAAAAAAATCTATGCGTGGTGGTAATGTGAACACCTTAACACCTGAATCTATCAGCAACGATGTAAATACACTAATTGCACAACTACAAAAAATGAATAAAGACACAGATACATTGGCAAAAATTTCTCAAAGCAAACTTGATTTGTTAAAAGTTGGTAACAGTGATTTCGCCAAAATGAATATGCCATAAGTAATTTTTGTTTGAATTAATCAAACAATCACCAAATAATTTTGTTTCAACAAAATTATTTAGCTCTTGTACCTAATACCTCCATCCATTGGAATTTCAATTGTTAATGCCCCTTTGCGTGCTCTGGATGGCTTTTTAGGCAAGTTTGCAATCATAGTTTCAGTATCATCAACAATTCTGTTCGATTCCACTGCGGGCGACATTTCTGTTTCAGAGTCCGAGTCAGATTCGACTTCAGTAGTTGAGATCTGTGCAGTTGTGAGTGATTTTTGGGCTTCATTACAAGCAAGTCTAATATCAGAAAGTCTCTTGAAACAATCTTCTGATGATGATTCTGGATTGCTTTCAATCCAACCAATAGCATCATCTATCAATTGTTTAATTGCGATAAAATGTGATTTGTTAATATTGATAAAATTATTTTCCAAAACATTTCGCAGTGTCAAACATTCTATTTGAAGTTCGGCTTTTGCTGTAACAGAATTATCCGAACTAAATAGACAATGATCATCATATTTGCTTAGGATCGCTCTTGTGGTTTCATTAATTGCAGTATGTTTTGCCATAAAATCACTTAGCGTATTAGAAACTGATGCATAAGTCCACAAAATGGATACCTCAGCACAGTCTACCAAAACTCTTACGTCTTCATTAGAAAATTTACAACAAGGATTTTTGACTATTTGAATAATTTCATGACACAAATCAACAATAATTTTTTTAATGACTTTTATTTCTTCTTGTTCGTAAGATGTTGTTGGAATGTAACTTTGATAATTTGTTTGTTCTAAATTTTCATCATCGCCATAAATATCCGCGGCTTGAGATTTATCATTTCCGTTTGAAATCAAACCTTTGAATTTATTTGCAGAATCAGATAAAATAGCAACAAGTGGTGCATAATCTCGATTTATGGTTTCATGTGTTCGTTTGAGTTCATCAAAGTCTGCATCTGCTACAGATTGTTTTTGTTGTAGAATCCATTGTTGAATTTTTTTAATTTCGGTTTTAATTTTCTTTTTCCTTGGAAGAGTTTCCATAGATGATGTTTTCAAATTTATTAAAATTGCTTCACAAGCTGTTTCAATATGATAAATGTAACCAATTTTACCACTTAAGATAGCATCCTCTAGTTCATGTTGTTTTGCTTCAGCAACAAGTTTCTTAATATCTGCTGAAGAAAGTCTTCCTTTTGCATTTGCAGCTGAATTAATTCTTATAGAATTTTTATTTTGAGATTTTTTCTCGACAGCACTCACTTCCAAAATACCATTAGAATCCACTTCAAACGTGATTAAAATAACTGGAACACCTCTTAAAGCTCGATCAAAACCAGACAACACAAATGTTCCTAAATGATAATTATCTCTAGTTAACTTTCGTTCACCTTCAAAAATTTTGATTGCGACTGTATCTTGATAATCGGTATCTGTTGAAAAAGTTTTTGTAATAGAAGTTGGTATGACAGTATTTCTTGGAATAAGCGTAGTCATTTTCTTATTAAGAGTTTCTACGCCAAGTGATAACGGTGTGACATCTAAAAGTACCAGTTCATCTGAAAAAGGATCTTCATCATGAGACAAAATGTAACCGTAAATAGCAGCACCCATCGAAACAACTTCATCGGGATTGAGATCACAGTTCAGTTTTTTAATTTTACTTCCATTAAAAAATGTTTTAATGTGTTCTCTAATTTTTGGAATCCTTGTTGATCCTCCAACTAAAATAACATCATCAACATCTGCGATCGTCAGACCAGCAGAATCAAAAACGTCTTGCAAAGGCTTCATGCACATAATAAATAAATCATTGCAAGCTTCCTCTAAAAATTTGGTATTTAATGTGTAAGACAATTGATTTCCATTGTAAAAATTATCCATATGAATTGTTGTGACGTCTGTGTAAGATAATCGTTTTTTTGCTTCTTCAACTAAAACTTTGAGTTTGTGTATGGTAAGTTTACTTAGTTCAAAATTATCTGATGCAGAATACCGACGCTTGCAATCATTAATAATTTTTGTCATGAGCACATAATCAATATCTTCTCCACCTAAATGTGAATTTCCAGCATATGCCAATACTCTAAAATCTCCATTATCAATATGAACTAAAGAAACATCTAAAGTTCCTGCACCCAAATCATAAATGAGTATATTACCTGCGATCTCTCTGTATTTGCTACCCAAACCATAAGCAATAGCTGCAGCTGTGGGTTCATTGATCATACGCAGAACTTCCAGACCAGCGATCTTAGCTGCATCCAGTGTGGCTTGTTTTTGTTGATTGCTAAAGTGTGCGGGAATTGTAATTATGGCTTGAGTAACTGATTCTTTGAGATAGGTTGATGCTTGGCGTTTAGCTTCGCGCAATATGTGTGCGCAAATCTCTTCTGCAGTAATTAATTTTGTGTCTACTTTGATTAGCACATTTTGTGTTTGATCATCAGGAACAATATCATAAGAGACCAATTGTTTGACTTGCTCTAAAGCTTGCGCATTTGTTTCATCAAATTTTCTACCAATAATACGTTTTACGTCATAAATAGTTTGTTCAGGTCTGAGATTAATTAATTGTAGTGCATCATGACCAACCAGTATAGATGATCCATAAAATGACACTACCGACGGTAAAGTTGATTTGCCATATGAATCAGGAATAACTTCCAACTTTTTGTCTCGCCATATGCTAACACAACTATTTCTCGTACCTAAATCAATACCAATTACTTCACGCGAATTTTTTATTGACGAAATATTATGTCTGGAAGCCATTCAAAAATCTACTTATAACCAACAAATATCTGAACTTAAGACGAACGATGTTTTTTTAATTTTTAAAATTTTTCTAATTTTTCTAATCAACTTGAATAGAAAAATTATATGCAGTATATGTGCCGAAAACCATGATTAATAATGATTTTCAACATCAATCTTGACTAAATTTGGCAAAATTGTTTTCGCAACGTCAATATTTTCGTGTGTCATTTTACTAAAAGATAGGATCGTTATGCTCTTTGGAAGTACTTCTAGAATACTCTTACCAATAGGTTCATTGGTGCCTTTAAAAATTAATGTTTGCAAATTTGGAGGCAAATGTTCAGCTCGTCTGATTGTCAAAGCCATTTTATTTTTGCAGGGATAAAGAATATGGAAATCTAATTTTAACAGTCCAGTTGGTAAATTTGAATAAATGTAGAGCAATTCTTTACTATCTAGTGGTTTGCCTATAATTCTTGCACCTTGTGGATGATCATCTGGATCATAATCAGCACAAAATTTTACAGAAAGTTCGGATAGGTTCAGGGGAATTTTTTTTACCCAATCAACTCTTTGGTAAAATGGCCTGCTTTTATCTTTTTGACAACATACAAAATTAAATGATAATCTCACCAGATTTGGTGGAAGAACTTTAATTCCGTAAACAGTGTCAATGTCTAAATTAGTAACACTGTCTGGCAAAACAACATCAGTATTAACATTTTCTATTTTCACTGTAGTAAGATTACTAAATGTAATATTTGGGTCAAACCATAAAATTGCATCTTGAATATCGAGTTTTTTGATAGACGTATTAATTTTTAACATTTGAACAGGTGGATTAGAATATCTGTCTTCGCGATATGAATAAAATGTCAAAAATTCCAATGTTTTCGGAAATTCAAAACAACAATCCCCAAATACACCACTATAATGACATAACTCCATTATCCTAGCCACAGGATAACATTCTTGCAATTTAACAATACGTAAGTCGGTGATCTCATCTTTATTTATGCTACCAGAAAAATCTGTATATAGAGACACTTTTTCACTCAGATTATTTGAACCAAACATAAATTTTGTGGTGTTTGGTGTTCCAAATATATAACCGTTATCGTCATAACTACGCATATTAATTTGCATTGGTGAATAAAATGGAGCATGAGCTAATAAATACGAAGCTGAAATAAGATTTGGGTGACTGTTTTGATTTATGTATTGTATCATTCCGCCATCAAAACTAATTTCGAACCCAGACAAATCCAAAACTTTTATTGACAAAGGAATCCATTCCAAAACATCTTTTGGATTGACGATGGGCTTACCACGACGCGAGCTGTAATAGATTTTCAAATGAGTTGGTGTTTTTGGCAAAAGTTTTAGTTGGTCAATAGATATCAACTTATTCACATCCAAAACCAAATTTCTGAACAATAAATTCTTGTCAAAATACTCCAAACATAAATTTTTCTGATAAAAATTACACTTTTCCAGAGTCAGCGCACCCAAGTGAAAAATAATTTCACTCAAAATTTGTGTATCAAATCGTCTTAACATTTAGACTTCCGATATAATATGGTGAAACAAATCTTGTTTTGAACCGAAAATTTGATCAATTTTTTATCCGCAAAAAATTGAAATTCACCGAAAGTAAACTTTCAGCGAATTATCCTTTTTATTATCGAATGTGACATTCGATAATAAAAATTGACCAAATAAAACTGCTTTATCAATTTAAAATATAATTCCAGTACTAATTTACTGGCACATAGAGAATAAACGCAGTAATCATTTGAAAATGCGCCCAGCTCAGATTGACATTGACGTACTTAGGACGTTGGCAAAACAACCAACCAAACCGATTGATGGTTTGGTTTTGCCAAATATTTCAATCCCAGCTTCAATGATGGGAAAGGTCAGAGCTACACAAGCCACAGATAGTATTCGCATTCGTATTCGTAAATATTTGAATGCCATTACGGTTGACAATGTTGATAGCATCCGTCAAAATATTGATAAAGTGGTTTGTGAAAGCGCACAAACATCAGATGATTTGAATGAAATCGCAAATGAACTTCTTTCAAACTTTATTCAAAATGGACGCAGCATTAAACAATTTTTGAAAATTTTTAATCAAATCAGTATGTTTGCTGTTCCAGAAGGAGTAAATCAAAATGGAACACCAATCCCAAGTAAAACCATTGGAGTATATTTCATTGCCGCATGCGGTTTGAAAATCAAATCGACAATTTCAAGAGCAACCATGCAAGAGAATGCCAATCTTGATATGAGTGATCCAGATATGGAAGATAAATATAATGGAAATCGTGAGCGGGCAATTAACCTGATCCAAACAGTTTGCGAATTGTACAAACAGCAAACTTCACAGGAAGTACCTAAACCAAAATCACTTTCATCAAAAGCTGTTTATGAAGTGATTGAAAGTTTGCTGGATTGTCATTTTGATATGATTTCTGAAGCGAACACGAAAATTGCTCACATTTGTGCAGAATATCTGTATCATTTTATGCAATTTGGTATCAAACTTTTCATGGCAGACAAAACCGCTGTTAAAGGTTCTAGCACATTGGCCGACCTTGTTAAGAGATTTAGTGATAATGTTGTGCCCAAGATGACAGAATCTTACTTGATTGAGAAAAGTAAGATTTTGTTGGCTTAAGATTTAATCTTAACCTACAGAATCTTATTTGATTGAGAAAAGTAAGATTTTGTTGGCTTAAGATTTATTTGGGCAGTAATTATGGTTCTAGATTGTTTAAACTAATATTTAGCATAAACAAACTTTATTTTTTTTTGCAAGAGTACTTTTCGGTAACCTTCTTTTTTACTTGGAAAAATACTATGAGCGGTTCAATTAGATTATCTGACATGTGATATGTTGAGTTTTCTGCATAAAGTTGAATCCAATTATGTATACGATCCAGAGTTTTCATTTGAGTCAAGAAATTTGTATTAAAAACTAAATATTCATCATACGCTTGTCCAACTTTACCAATTTGCGTATGCAGATCGCATAGTGCATCAGTATGTTCATCAATAAGTTTTCTTTTGTGATTATTAATAGAGTTTACTAGATTGATATTAGATTGCAAAAAAACTACATCACTGTCAACACCATCAGTTGCAAATATTTTCAAACCAAGTCTGATTGACGCATAAATAATTTTAATAAAAGCAGAATACTTTGTCAAAAATATTTCTGAAGTAAGAAAATCTTCTGTCTGTGATGAAATTTTCTTTGGAGCAACTTCAGTGCTTTTGTAAAAATTTGGACTTGACATAGAAGATAGATTGGTTTTCATATTTGTAAAATCAGTTCCCAAAAATTCTGCTGATTCGGGTTCAAACAATTCACAAAGAGTTTTAAGATTTACTAAATGAGGTGACTTTAGTTGTTTTTTTGTAAAAATATTATCCATATGTTGTACTATATGTTGACCCATTCGTGGAATATCCATTTCTCTTGACATTAGTTAACATCTTTAAACTTACGATGATTTCTCAATTTCTTCCGATATTTAACGACCGTGTAAAATAGCACATAAACAAAAAATTCTTAATTAATATATTACTAATGGCAAGTGTTGACTATTATAAAATTTTAGGGCTAGAACGAAATGCATCTCAAGATGAAATTTTGAAAGCCTACAGAATATTAGCTTTAAAATACCATCCAGACCGTAATCCCGATGAGGAAGCCAAAATTATGTTTCAGCAGATAACCGAAGCCAAAGATATCCTAACAGATCCTGAAAGAAAAATGTTTTATGATAGATTTGGTCACATAAATGGTATGGCTAAACAACAAGTACCACCAAAACAAACTGTAAGGATGAGTATGCCTTTGGTAGTAAGTTTGGTCGATGCGCTAAACCCAAGGATAACAGAAATGAAATACGAGATCAGAAAAAATGTTCCCTGTGAATCTTGTAAAAATGCACCATATTCAACAATTGTATGTACTACATGCAGTGGAATAAAATATATTGTCCAAACAGAAACTTTAAATGTCAATATTCCACAACATTACTTAAGAAAACCTTTTAGTGTTGTTGTTGATGCCGGACCAAACATAAATGGTTATCCAACAGATTTGGCAATTAATTTCAAATTAGATCTACCTAAAGATTATCATATTACAACTGATTTGAAACTTATGCACACAATTAGGATCAGTTTTACTGAAAGTATTTGTGGTTTTTCTGCAAAGTATGTTCATCCTGGTGGTAACATATATATATTGTTTGCAAAGAGAGGTTTAATTATTAATCCAAATGCAATTTACATATTGGAAAATTTGGGTTTGCATGGAGAGGAACTTTATGTTAATTTTGTGATAACATATCCAGAACAAATCACCTTACCACAAAATGTGGCACTTAGTTTTAACAATTTAGAACATGCACTTGGGCCACGCACTATTCCAAATGAAATATTAAACGATTATGCCAGAGAACAAATTTTGTATTTAGACCAGCTAAAAAAAGTTATAAAAATGGATGAAGCTGATGAAGCTGATCAAGATTATCAAGGTGAACCACAATTCCAACAGTTTCAGCAAGGTGCATCAAATATTCAGTGTGCTCAACAGTAATATCATAAGATTACTACGTTTATCATAAGATTACTACGTTTATCATAAGATTACTACGTTTATCATAAGATTACTACGTTTATCATCGATTTGTATCAATCAATGATAAATTTCGTCAAAAATAGTATCAGCATTTCGCTGTTGAATTTTCTTTTTTGGACTTGCAACAGGTGATGTTAACAAACACATTTTCATTGCGTCAATCCTTTCCTGATCACTAGGTCTAAGATAAAATGTTTGTTTACCAAAAGTAAATTTTTGGTGTCTGATTTTTAAAAGTTCTCTAATGTCATATGTTTTAGTTGTAATAACATTTTCCGCTGTTTCATCTTCCAAGATTGTATGCATGTGTCTATGTGTAATCAAACATGATTTTGGAATTGATTCTTCAGTGTAGGTCATCAGATGATTAGCAGTAAAATCAATAACAATATCATAATCGACATTTGACTTTGGTTTTGTTTTTGGCAAAATATCATTTTTAACCAGATAATCTAAATGCTTCTCTTTGCGAATTTGACTAAGTTGATCTGCCAGAGTAGCCATTTTTTGTGTATGGTGTAAAAAATTATGGAAATTAAATATTTAAACGTTAAAAACAGCTCCCAATGGAGATATTTTTGATGTTTGATTGTTATTAAACATTAAAAACAGCTCCTAATGGAGATATTTGCAACGTTTGATTATTACCAAACAATCAAACATTAAAAACAGGTTTCTCAGTCAAACGTTTATTTCTGTGTACCATTGTTGGTACATTGTACGCGGGCAATGTTGTGGTTGTAGTAACAGTTTTTTCCACAGATAATACTCGCGTGAAGACCTGATTACGCAAGTTGTAAGGCAGAGTTGCAATATTTGGATTGAAATAGTAACTAGGATAGATCATAATATTGTTTGTCGATAAGATTGCATTACGGATATCCAACCCTAATGTCAATGGATTGCGCGGGGATGCGAGTACATTGTAAACTGAACCATAAATATTTCGTCTATCATTCATCACAGCTCTAACTGCTGATGGCATCCCTCCTAATATTCCGTAAGACAAATCTGTCCCCAAACTTTCATCAAGATAACTTGCAAAAAAATTTGTTCTAAATGCACTCAAGTCAAACATTCTGTAAGGCAAAATTTCTGGTCTGATAACAAATCCACCGTATGCTTCCAAGATAGCCATAAAAACAATAAAATATTGTAACCAATCTACAGTTTCTCTGGAATACAATGTTTTCCACACAGATCCAATTAAATTATCAGCTAAAAATTGGTCTGCTGTCCACGTTCTCAAATTCCACAAATTTTGATCGACATACATTTTCTTCCACATACTGAGCATATCCAAACCATAAGGTCCAGTTAAGTTTACCAAATGTATGTTTGATGGTAAAAAATCTCCAACCGGAACTGGCAAATATGTCCCATTGGCAACATCATCAAAAATTGTGCCAAGTGCGCTTTGATTATTTGTTGCATTTATGGTATTAATAATAGCCTCTGTTTGTTGTGGATCATCATTAATATTTCCCAAAAATGGATAGTAAATTTGTGTATCGAGTAAAGTGTTAAATGCCGTTGCTGGATCTCTAAAAAATGGATTAATGTTAGCGAACTTCGCTCTAAAACCTGGTTTCAACAGACAAAATGGTAACGGGACAACCGCACTTGGAAACTCAATCAATGCTAAACTTAGCGCGATGGCTGATCTTGCAAACTGATCAAGTAAAATTAAACTATCATTTATTAGTGTTGCTGCTGCCCAATAATTTAACGTAAGTTGGTTATTTGGAATAAATAAAACGGCTGGGTTAACTAAACCTTTTTTGAACTGATTAATAAATGGACCATATATGCCTTCTCTATTGTCCGTAATATCACACCAATCTAAACATGCGGCCGAAATTTTATCAACATCCAAACATGTAATTGTTTCTGTTGCACCATATCCATCATTAAAGAAAATAACATTCTCTCCACGAGCCAAATAGAAATTTACAACACTGAATACATTAAGAACTTTTTCAGCGTGACATTCTATAAATTTGAACGTCAGCATATTCAGTGGGACATCTACTGTATACAAGTGCACAAATGGTACATTTAAAGTAGATCTCAAAATATTTGTCGTGATGTTGATCAAATTGATATCCACAGTACCAACCGAAAAGAATATCAAAGTCCACGGTAAGTTACACAATCGACCATGTACAAATGGTTTTATTCCCGGATGTATATTTCCTAATGCACTCATTTGATATGTATACTTACTCAATGGAATTTTTCTGTGCAAAAAAATTGCAACCTAAATTTCCAAGCAGCACTGCTCCTAAAAATAATGTATTAGGCGATAGTCAAAATGTCAAATCGTTCAGCTGATGATGTTATTGATGGCGTCAAACATGACCAAGTAAAACTTGCCCTTACAATAGAATCAATGGCCGCAATTGATCCATCATTGGAAAATCTCCTATCTCTGAAGCAGGAGAATCTAATTTTATTTTTGAAATCTGCTAAACAGGATATTTTTGATAATTTCATGACAAATTATGGTTGTGATTGTGTTGATAAGTTACCCCAAGAAAAACTCAATGCATGGTTAGAAAAATTCAAACTTGACATATTAACTTCAACAACCGAACAAATTAACATGTATGAAAAGCTTGTGAGATATGAATACATGCCAGCTCGGCAAGTACTTTTTATGATTGTCAATTGCGACAAAAATGTCAGAGAATTTGGTGACGCGGCATATATTGATAGTGTTTACGCTTTATTTGAAACTTGTTTGTATTCAATGGGAGAATTTGATGACGTTTCATGGGGAGATTTTGAAAATCTGTCAGTCAGGCCCATGAAAATTGTTGCACAATTCTTTGTAAACAGAGAACGTCTAATGAATGCTCAAAGAGCAATGATGAACATTGATAATGAAGTACCAGTTGAAAAACGACGTAACCCAATAACAAAGACTGAATTTAAATATCAAAGTCAATCCAAAAAAATGCTTTTTGTAATGAACATAATGCAGCGCAATCGCATAGCCATAATTTGTATTCTGGCATTATTTGCGTACACAACTTTCTATCAAACACTTATTGCAGGAAGATGCACGATATCGAGCACTCAAATCTACAAAACAGGTGACAAATATGAACGCAAAACTCGCTACACTACAGATAATTTTGGCATTCGTTATGATTTTTATGCCATTCCTGAAATTATTGATACTTGTCACATAGGTAAATTTGGTGTTCTAGAGTGTAATTATTTATCACAAACTTCAGAATGTCATATTGGTTTGGAATATAATCCCAATTATGACTCAGGATATGATGAAGATGATGGAGACACTTACACTCGTGATCACGATTCAGCCAGAGCTCATCGAAGGGAATTTGGGTATGATCCTTGGCAAAGACCAGCGTTTAACTTAGGACCAAGTGGTTTTACACGCTTTGTTCATGGCGTGTCTTATGTTAATTATATTTTGATAGCATACACTTTTTTCAACATTGCTTATTGGTCATATTATGAAAATGATTTGATTTATCAAGATTAATTTTTTCCTTAAATTTTTTAGGTAAAAAATTGCAAAAGAAAATCTTTGATGGAGTTACCTTAAACCAAATAGGTAATCATCTGCTACGCATATCAGATTAACGGAGTGTAATCATCGATTATCGCAATAATCTTGATTAACAGGGTGTAATCATCTGCTGCGCCTATCATATTATCGTAATAATCTTGATTAACCGAGTGTAATTCAACTTGTCCGATGGCTAATAATTCTGTTGATCAAATATTCGATTCTATTAGAGATGACAAAGAAAAACTTACGTTGACAATTGAATCAATTGCTGCAACTGATCCTACTTTGCAAATCTTCAAATCACTAAAGCCAAATAACCGTGATCTATTCTTGAATCATGCAAAACAGAACATATTTAACACATATTTGACAAAATATGGAGTCGAAAATATCGCCACTTTACCCGAAGAAAAGGTTAATATTTGGGTCAAGAATTACAAATTCATTTCGATCGTAAATCACACAAATGACCAAATTGATATGTGTGAACAGCTTGTCAGACATAATTACATATCAGCACAACCAATACTGTTGGTAATAATCGCCGATGACAAAGCTTATGGTGGCACCAAATATTTTACCAATAGCGTTTATGATTTATTTGAAACTTGTCTGTATTCTATCAGCGAGTTTGATGAAATTACGTGGGGTGACTATGAGAATCTTTCACAAGGATTTATGAAAATAGTGGCCAGATTTTTTGTTAACAGAGAACACTTGATGAGCATCCAAAACAAAACTTCAGGAGTGAAACTGCAACCTATTGCTCCTAGTATACATGTTAGTGACACTACAAATATTCCACTCAAACATCAAAGCCATTCCAACAAAATGAAATTCATGGCCAACCTTATGAACAAAACTCAAATAGTGCTTGTTGTAGTTGTGATTCTTTTTGTATTTGTTTGGTTTTTGGAATCATCGATAAATGGAACATGTGAACCAACAAATATGACAATAAAAACAAGTGCATCAAATGATCCAGTCAGAACTATCAATTACAAAACAGATTTTTTATGGCATGAAAAGCTTGAAGTTACTGATAAGTGTAAGGCTTCTCGCACGAATAACGTGATCACCAATATCGAATGTCCTAGTGTTCCAACAACAACAGAATGCCATGCACGCACAATGGGACATGGACCTTGGGAGAAATATTATATAACATTGGGGGCTAATCCTTTCGTAAGTTTTTTCCGTAACTTGGTTTATGTGGAATATGGCTTGATTTTGTTTGCTTTCTTTTATGCGCTGTATTGGAAATATTATGAACGGGATTTGCAAAATTAAATAATTTGATTAAATATCAATTTATTTAACTATCTAACGTCCATAAGACAGTGTGTAAATATTTTCCTGAGATTCAATTCTGTCTATGGGCTTGTCATAACACGATCTGTAAACATCAACAGCATTAGTTAGTGGTTCGATGTCTAACAAGACGCTATCTGGGTGCGTATATTCATATTCAGGATCATGTTGGCTGGGGAAGCCTACCAGTATCAAAAAATCTCCCACAGTTTGCAGAACATGCTTTTGATATCCAACACATGCACCACAATAGCCCATATTACAACCACAAGTACTAAGCCAATAGCAAGTTGTTTCTGGAATTGGCACTAACATAAGCATATTAATAATTTCCAAAATTGTTTCGTGCCCTGAATGTTGGATACATTCTGGAACACCAAAAAATTTGAAAAATGTTGTGCAATGCTCAACAAAATTGATAAAATTGCAACTGGTCTTCATACCATCTGTTTCATAACGGATCTCAACAATTTTCTTTTCGCCTTGTGGATGTGTAATAACATCAAGCTCGAATGTAACATTTTTACTCCAATGGTGGTCACTTTTGAGTTTGATTGTAAAAAAATCAGCCATTTTGTTGGCAGTAACTAATCTAATAATTTTGTTAAATATTGTTTAGCAAAATTATTTGCAATTTTTATTCATTAACGATAAGAAATAACAACATTGTTATGTGATACCAGATTCCATCTGTTTTGCCATGTCCAACATATTGTAAAACAAGAACTTTGGCTTATTAGGAAGATTTCTTTTACTCTACGTCTGAAGTTAGTGCATGCATCATGTTCTTCTACAACAATATGGTCTGGAATTCTAATAAATGTGTTGTAATTAGCCCAACCTTTTATTACAAAACATTTGCATAAGCCAACACATGATCCTCTATCTAGGTCAACAACTTGACCATAGGACAAATATCTTGCTACAAAAATATCTAGTCCGTTACTTGTCGCAACAGTAGAACCAACTGTGCCATCTGAATTTTTAAAAACAATTGGTCCTCCATTAAAGTTGCCAGCTAAAGTAATAAATTGGTTGCTAAATGCTAACACAACATTTGAAATTGTTCCATTTTGTGAGATTGTTGTTCCAGCTCCCCAAATGGGTTCTGATGTGGAAGCATTAAATTTAATCAAACCAATGTCTGTGGGAGCAACTAATTTGAAATCAATCACTCCTGTAGGTTTATAAACTTGGATTGCAGTGCTAGGTGTGGAATTTATAAGCGCAACAACAAATGTGTCATCTGAATCTGAAACAGCAGCACCAGAATTCAAATTTGGTAAACCTAATACAACTTTTGTCCTAGATAATGTAACACCGTTCATGTTGTAAGTAACAATCGCAACAGCAGGTCCTGTTAAAGTAAAGCCAGCATCAACAGTAGCATTTGGTGTGTTGTAAATTTTCATTTCAGCACCTTGGAATGGAACAATTAAACTAAGATTTTGATTTGATGTCAAAACTAAAGCCACACCTTGATTTTGGGTAAAACCTGTTACAAATGTGCACCATTGAGCAATACCAGCAGACCACAATACCATAAGTTCGATTAAAGTGATACCTGTGTAAGTAGTTGGCTGTATATTTGATATTACTGGCGCAGATAATAGTTGTGCGTTGTAAATTTTGGCTGCCGAACTTGCTAAACCTACTGAATAAAGATTTTTGCCATTAGGGCTTATTTTAACAGCAAATCCAATAGTTTGTAGATTAGTAGGTGGACTAATGTCCAATATTTGACTAACCCACAAGACCAGACCTGAAATGTCATATTTTGCAACAAATTGGTATGCAACTGTCTGGGCTGGTAATTGGCTTGCAGTGATTCCGTGCAAACCCATAAAATCAATAATTCCAGAATTTGCACTAACATAACCTGTTATGGCAATAGCTCCAGTTTCAGTTGCGATGTCCATATCAGTTGGTAAAATATATGCTTGGTTTACGGAATTATTTGCAACAACACCCGTCGACCACAAAATAGAACCACATCCATCATAAGCCAAAATAAAAGTATTCACAATACCAGTCCACCGTAATGTCGAAATGATCTCATGACATTCATTGTAAATATTGATGTTTGCAGTGTAAGTTCCCAATACGATTACCGTATTTTTGTAAGTCTTAATGCTGACTCCTTTAATTTCGGATGCGGAAGTTACTTTTCGTGACCAGACGTGGACATTTGTCGAGGCAGTATATTTATTTACAGTGAGCACATTTATTTCCGCACCATTCTCTTCTTGTGTGTTAAAATTTTCATAAGTTAATGTAAAATAAGAATCTGCATTACCTGCAATTCCACCCAAATTCAGTGCATTTGACCCGCTAGATCCACTAGGAGATATTTTTGTCGACCACACAACTTTGGAATTAGTTGCAACTGTAGCTGCCGGCTGAACAATTTCATAAACCTCCTGGCATTGTTCAACTCTGGGACTGCAATTACCAGATTTAGGAAGGAATTGTTCCAACTCCGGACTACAACTTTCAAGTTTAGGAGGGAATTGTTCCAATTCCGGACTACAACTTTCAAGTTTAGGAGAAAATTCGCAGAATTTTTGACTACAGCCATCAGGTTTAGGAGGGAATTGTTCCAATTCCGGACTACAACCGTCAGGTTTAGGAGAAAATTCGCAGAATTTTTGACTACAATTAGTTTCAGTGATAATAGTTGTAGCTGGAGTTTGTGTATTGAACCCTTGCAACTCAACATATTCGGGACCCAAGAAAGGAAGTTCATCGGGAATCGTAAATGCTGCCTGATTATCTGATTGTGGTTCTCGGACTCCTTCATACAATTGTGTTAAATCATTAAATGCTTGACCAAAATCATAGTTGAGTTCATCAGCAGCTACTTCCATATGTGTGTAAGAAAGATGATTTTCGCTGGATGTTGGCTCAACATAATTTATTGGATTTATTTCAATGTTTCGACGTTGTCCCATAACGGTTTGATCCGTTACACCAAGCGCTTCAGTTTGTCTTACAGGATATGATTCTTGTTGTTGCATATTTCTCACTGGCGTTTGGTGAATATTTGTTGGTTCAAAATTTTTTGTTTGTTTTAGAGCATCAGGTAAACGTCTTGCCATCTCCTCCCAGTCATTTCGTGGTGTATGCTGAAAATTTTCGTTAGACAATGTGTGAATGTTAGCCATTGGAGTTAGAGCAGGCGTTGCAAACGGATCCTCCACATAAGATCCCCACATAGCATGATCCGGAACAGATGGTTTTTGTGCATAGAAGATTTCGGGACTTGTGTGAAAATCTTGTGACATTGTATGAATATTTTCAGGGATGTTGGTTTTGAAAATGTGAGCATCATCGTGACGAGCCAAAAGGTGAATATTTGTTGATTCATCACATTTTGGTTTAGTTTTGACGGGAAAATATTTAAATTCAATGCAAGGCTCACAGGGTTCACAAGGTTCACATGGATTACAGGGCTCACAAGGTTCACACGGATTGCATGGATTGCATGGATTGCATGGTTCACATGGAGGACATTGTCGTCCAAAATTAGAACAATTTTCTCCGAAATCTAACGATTGTGTTTCCACAGGACAACATTTGGGTTCGGGTTTGCATGTCGAAGCAGGGAATGTCACTGTAACAATAGGTACACAAATGGAACATTTACAATCAGTTTTTTCTTCACAACACTTATCCTCGCAACACTTATCTTCATAATCGCAAACTTCATCACAAGGATTGCTACATCTATCCACAATTGGATATTCATCACATCTGCGTTCCATCGTACTAAATATATTTTCTGACATCATCTCACAACTACCATCATTAATGGTAGTCCTGCAACTGTCGTATTCATCATGGTCTTGTCTTCGCCCGATAGCCTTGTCTTCGTGGTCATCATAGCGGGAACGCCCAAAAGCCATATCTTCTTTATCACATCTTGCGCTTAATTTAGGACCAAATAACGGGCGCCCGTGCGAATACTCATCATTGCAGTACATTTTATTTTCGTTGGTCCAGATGTTACATTTTTCAACATCTAAAATTTTTTTTTGCCAGCAGCAAGAATTACTACCGCATCTTCCAAAACATCTGTTTCCACTGCATCCTCCACAGCATCCAGAGCCACAACCTCCAAAGGCTCCATAAGAATCAAAACCACATGGGCCACAAGATCCACCTAGGCCGCCACCATAACCATAAGGGCCACATCCACCATACCCACCATATCCATATGGACCACAGCCTCCAAAACCGCCTCCAAATCCACCGCATGATCCTCTATTCCAGTAGTTTCGATCCCAGCATCTACCTTGTACACAAGATCCACAAGGGCCATAGAAACTGCATCCGCCAAATCCACATGGTCTCCAATCACAATTCCAATCATTGCAGCACCAGTTGTCATTGTTCCACCATGAGTATGGATTATTCCACCACAAATCGCGACAGTATCCGGGGAACCTTCTATCCCACCATCTGCTGCAACCGTTATTGTTCCACCACCAGTTGTATTGGTTATTCCACCACCCAAGTGCCTGATCGTTCCACCACTGGTTTTGTGGGCCAACTGGCCAGAAACGCATTTGGTTACCCCACCATCTCTGAGCATCATCCCATCTCCAGTTGTTAATACCGTTTCCATTGAACAATGCCATGATCATTCTCCACCAAGCTTGAATGACAGTCCACCAAGCATTAGCTCCAGGGATAAGTGCGGCATTATTTTGGCTATTATTCCACCAGGAATTCAATGCTAACCACCAAGCATCAGCTGATGAGTAATTTGTAGGATAATATTGACTTGAAGAGTTTGTCCACCAATCACCCAAACTATCCCACAGAGCGCTGCCATTGTTCAAATTCCAAGGATGACTGGGAATATTATAATTGTTCCACAGACTTTGAATTGCCTCCCACCAGTTTGTGGTCAAATCGCGTTGAGCTGCTGGCAGGTTACTTCTTGGTAAGGTTGCAACACTATTTCTAGTAACTCTATCAATAGAAACAGGACCAATGATGGGTGCCGGAACCAGAGGACCAGATCCCCCTGCAACTAATGGAGCCAATGACTGTAGCGCTTGAAGATTATTTAATCCAGAATTAAACGGTGTTATAGTTGGCATACCGAGTCTTTGTTCAATTTGGTCAATTCTTTGGTCTTGATCAATAACAGCACCTGCAAGACTAACAACTCCAGCTTCAACTAAACCTAACCTCTGAGCCAAATTAGAATTGTTTCTGACGTATCTGGAAACTGTTTTGTTTCTATCAACTCTAGCAGTTCCATAGCTGGAATCTGCTAATGGGGCAGCTGCAGGATTACCGCTTCCCATTCCGTTAACAGAAATACCATTTCCACCCCAATATTTTTCATTATCGACTTCAGGATCGTAATTACCATACAAGAGGTTAGTCAAGTATGGGTTAGCATTACGACGAAGTCGTCTAATGTTGTTACGACTCATGTTATACTTACTACCTATATATCCAGATAAAAGATCAAGATTCAGAGTTTTCACCAGGATAATTTAAATAACACTCGCAAAATAAAAATTGCAAGAAGAAATGCTTGGTGTTTTATAAATCGTTTTCAAAATTATCTCTGCTTACAGTTTGACATACACAATCCAAATGCAGCCAACTGAGGATAAAAAGTTCAAGATTCTTGCCGAGAATATCCTGATTGCAGGTCTCATTGTGTTGTGTTTCATCACATCTGCAATCACTCTTTCCGCCTTAGTTGGAGAAATTCAACACATGAGTCAATTTTTGAGAACTGAATGCAAGGTGGATAATATTGGACTTAATATTTGTAATCTAACTTGCACGCACACCATAGGACATTTTACATTCCAAGATACTTGTCCACAACAGTCTAATTATCGCATTATTTATGCCGACGGAAAATATCAAGTCGCATATGAACGATGTTCACTCATTTATTTTGTTTGCTTAGGAATGGTTGCGCTAAGTACATCACTAATTTCATTTGTGTTGATTGCTATGGGAATTTTCGCATGTTTTGAATATATTTCTGGTTGGTTGGTAAAAAATCTGGCATCGTTCTTGCGCAAAATGTTTGTAGCCTATGGAATCAAGATTGAATAAGAATTTTAAAATAGTAATCATGTATCACTATCTTAAAATTTGAAGACGTAATAAAAATTGCAAAAGAAAATGCTTGGCCTTGCCTTCTGGTTCTCAGAATTAGTTCTGTTTGTTGCCAAAATTTAAAATGCAACCTGCTGAAGCCAGAAAATACAAGATCCTTGCTGAGAATATTCTCAGCACTGGTCTCATTGTTTTGTGTTTTATGGTGTCTGCAATCACCATCTACATGGTAGCAAGAGATATCCAAAATATCAACCAGTTTTTGGATACCAAGTGCAAAATTGAAAGCGTTGGATCAGGTCTTTGCAACTTGACTTGTACACATCACATAGAGGATATTAAATTCCAAGATAAATGTCCGCAATATTCTGATTATCGAGTCATTTATGATGCAGGTGAATATCGAATTGGATATCTTCAATTTTCGTTTGTTTCATTTATCTATTTTGTCGTCTTGGCGCTTGTTATGATAAGTACAACATTAATTTCGTTTGTGTTTACTATTATTGGAATTGGAACTGCAGTTAAGCATATTTCCAATTGGTCAGTTGCAAGTTTGGCATTACTGTTGCACAAAATTTTCACAACAAATGGTATTAAGATTGAATAAATATTTTTGGTGCAAATTATTTTGCATTAAAAATATTAACATTTTAATAGAATCTGGTGCTTCAATCAAAATTCCGAATTGCAGACTGAGCCAAGCTCAGATCGCAATACGCTATTTTAAGTTATTGATGATCATCAATAACTTAAAATTCCGAATCATCAATGATATCTTTGGATTCCAAATAACGCAAAATATCATCACAGTTCTTTTGCCCAATTTCAGCTTCGATTTGCTTTTTCTTGTAGAATTCAATACTGTCTTCTTTGATGTCTTGTGCTGTAGAACCTTCATAATTAACACGTCTCACACAATCAGATTGGAAAGTAAATTTTTCTTTATTTTTGCTGTAATTTTCAGTTGAGTATTCAACTTCTAATTCTCTATTATGAGTATCTTTTTCTGTTTCCTTTTGTTTAACGCTTGCAGCAAAAACTTCCACGTCAGCGTCGATCGTTTTATCGACAGTATGAACGATTAAGTCCTGCACCTGAATTTGATTTATGGGCTTAACAATAGGTTTGTCTTTAATAATAGGTTTGTATTGGACTGCAGTGTAAGCAAACATAGGACTTTTGCTAAAACGTGCTTCTTCTTGCAGGCGTTCTCTTTCTTTGAGATTGGACATTACATCAGCATTATCTGTTGTAATTTTCTGCGGACGTAACATTTGAGTAAGAATGTCAACATTGCTACTTTGTGCTTCCGAAATTCGATCAGCTTCTTTTGAGTTTACCGTTGCAGTGGATAATGGATTTGATTGTTGATACCTGTATTGTTGCATTGTTGTATTCAAATTAGCTTGGGCTTGTGGATTTGATCTCAAAAGATGATTACCTTGAAATGGAACATGTCCATTTTCTCCAACATACGTTTGGAATCGCGCAATAAGAGGATTTGATGTTTGTTGTGCCTCAATCCCCACAGTTCTTCCAGGGTCTTGTACTAAAGTACCGATCCCTCCAGAATTTACAGTTCTTCCAGGGTACATAATTATTATATTAGTGAGTCTTATTTGAAACTTAAAATAACGAGAGTTAAAATATGATCAATGGCAAGTTCCAAAAGTGAGTATAGGATAGCATGTGAAACATTAGGTTTACCATATACTCATACCAAAGATCAACTTAAGCAACAATACAGATTATTAGCAAAACAATTCCACCCAGATCGTAATTCAGATCCCGATGCAAACAACCAATTCAGAAAAATACAAGCCGCGTACAAATTTCTTTTGGAAACAAATCAAACAAACCAAACAAATTCCGATGATGAAAATCCGAACACTATTCTTAGAGATTTAATTTTAAAAACCACAAGACAATATTCAGTATTTCCAAATTCAGATAAGTTCTTTGAAAGTATTGATTATGAACTTCTCTTGGACAAAATTAAAATAGATGACACAGAGTTCGTAACAAAATATTTGGGTGATAAAATGTACGAACATATTAGTCAGCAATTAGCTTCAACTGATTCTTTTCTTGGATCTATGGCCAGAGGATTGTTTGGTGTGCTGTTTGGATAACAAATTTGTTTAATTTCATTAGACAAATTTAGAAATATGTAGTTTGTATACACAACGATTTCGGTTTCAATAGAAATTTGATTATCTGATGTTGTCTGATGGATTTTTTTATAAAACATGATTTTTGCAAATTCCTTTTTACAGTCGGCATTTTTTCGAGTGATACGTAGGAATATTGTTGCCTTTTAGATAGCAATGGCAAAAAATTTTCTGAAATTGGTGTGCTGAAATCATATTTGCCAAAAAATAAACCATGATCGTATTGCAACTCAAATCCAAGTGAAATCAAATATTTAGCAACATCAACCTGTCCGTATAGCAAACTGTATGCAAGTATATCGGCACCCATCTGATTAGTATCTGTTCTCCAAAAGATATTCGATTGATTGTTTTGGATTTGTTCATAAGCGACGCTCATTAAGTATTCTACTATCTCAATATTCCCTTTTTGAATGCTAACACAAAGAGGTGCGCAGTCCTCTGGTTCGATGAAATAATCTATTTGATGAACAAGTGGACTTATTTCTTCAATAAAATATTTGAGCAGGTTTAAATTATTGAACAAACAGGAATAGTGAATCGCGTAAAAGAAACAATTTTTGAAATCCAAACCTTGTTTTTGCAAATATTTGACAATTAGTACATTGCCGCTAAAAATTGCACATTTGAGAGTTTCAGCAAAATTTGTTTGTAACAATTGCCTCACATGAACTTGAAGTTGAAAATCATTGACAACAATTTTACCAACAAAATTTTCAACTTCAAAATATGGACTTTGTGTGCCATTTAATAAGAAATCAACAAGTCGCGATTCATATTTTTCTAACCTGCATTCTAACGCTTTGATAGTGTTTGTATTTGAACACAAAAATCCATCCATATATTCGAATAAGTAATCAGAAAACTGCCGAAAAAGTATACGCGCGCGATTTATGTGATTTTGATCGAGGCCAGTGTTTGTTGATATTCTTATTATTACTTGATCAAAGCATTTATCGACTTCACATTTGAAAGTGTGCCTGTCCAACTTTTCTGTTTTGAAAAAATTTTTTACATCAGTTAGGTTTCCACGTCGAATAGCAATGTGAAATTGTTGAACGTTAAACATGATGTATTGAGGTCATCAATCAACTTTAAATTTTATGATTGTCTTGTTCTAAAGAACCGATAATCTGAAGATTGTCTTATTCTAAAGAACCGATAATCTGAAGATTGTCTTATTCTAAAGAACCGATAATCTGAAGATTGTGGATTTGTGCAATTTTTATCCACGTGCAAAATATTGCATTAATTAATTTGTTTAATTATTTTAATTTAACAAAACAATATTTTTTATTATCCAGCATAATCCAAAATGGAAATTTTTAATCTTAAGTCTATAAATGCGTACATGCAAACATTAGATTTGGAAAAGTTAGAACAAACAAAAACGCAAATCAAAAATTCGCACACATATTTGCGTATTGATTATGATGTTAGATTGTTTATGCGTGATAGAAAACCAGAACTAAATATCAACAATATTTGGTTTATTGTAAGAGCCACTTTAGATCGCAAATTAGATGTTCTGGAATATATTTTCTTTTCGCATTTTTTGGAAAAAAAAATGATCCTTTCGGTTGTTGAATTTATCACGCGCATGCACCTAATTATTGAAGTTTTAGATTATCTGGAAACAGTTACTAAGTTAGAATATTACGATTACATGAAACGCGCTATGTCCAATAAAACTAGCGCAGAAAATGATACGTTAGTTGAACGTTTTCTGCAGGAAATTGACGATGTTGACCATCGCACATTGTCAGAATTTATTGCATATGGTAGCATAAATTTATTTGATAAAGCATGGAATATGTGCAAAATAAAAAAGAAATTCGTACCTTATTTAACAGATGCTATTTCCAGTAAAAATTTGTCTATGGTAAAATATGCTATTGGATTAGGTGCAAATATCAATGTAAAAGGACATAGTTTAATGCGTGATTGTGCTCAAACAGGAACTCCTGAAATTGCTATGTTTTTTATGGAAAAATATGGCTTCGAATTCCATCCAAACAAGGAGTTAACTATTATGCATGCAGTTAGCAACAATAATTTAGATTTTGTTAAATATTTGTCATCTATTGGTTGGGACGTTGCTATACAACGCAACAATCGACCTTTAGAAAGTGCTGCATGTGGAGGTCGCATTGAAATGTGCCAATACTTGATATCAAAAGGTGCTCAGATGAAATCTGATGCGAAGTACGTGCTAAGATCGACAATATGGCGACGTTGTGATACTAAAATTATAACCATGTTACTCGAACTTAATCCAACAATTGACCAACTTATGGCGGCGTTTAAACAAGTCCGCCACGCAGATGGAGAAACATTTGCGTTGATTTATGGTGCCCTAGTGGCCAGGGTTGACGGAAATCGCAAACTCGGTGAAAAGTTAAAATGCGAAATAATGAGTTTAACAACAGGATACAATTTTCCTGAATTAGTCAAAGCCATAAACAAAAAATAAAGTTAGTTTTTTGTAAAAATTTTTACAAAAAATTAATTTCTAACAAACCTTACGCTCATTAAACTATTCGAAACGTATTCTTGGAAATTCTGCACACGGGTTTGATATTCATCAGGATTTGGTATATATCTAGGTTCAGTGATTTCTAAATATTTGCAACATTTAACATTCGATTTTGGAGGAAGTTTTTCATACAACTTACGATGACGGTCAAAGACCCTCGGAGAGAATTGTTTCAACAATTCACGATGACAATCAGAAAATGATTGCAAAAAATTTAACGTTTGTTTTATGTAGCCAAAATCAGCAATTAGCGTTTCTACACTGGTTAATAGTTCTGCACTGACAGCATCAACTGATCCAATACACTTAAGAACTTTTGGTTTTATTAGACAAACAGCCCATAAAAATTCAGGAGAAGTTATCATCATGTATTGAATATGATTGGGTTGACAAGTTAAATCGCCAGAAAATTTTACACCATAAGTCAGCTCAAATCGTGAAACAGAAACCTTACAAAAATGTTCCCATTCAATAGTGCCAGCTTCAACGCGCAAATATTTAAGGTTTTTAAATTTAGGCAAAAATTGTGTAGTTCCACTAATTAAATATGTTAGATGCGTTAGTTTTTCGCAATGTGTAACTGATAAATTTTTGAGAAGTTCAAAACAAAGTTTATCTAAAGCTGGACTTGTGGTGGAAATCCAATTATTGTAAGTTAGCACACGCAAATTTGGCGGTAGAGTTACATATACGCAGTCTGTATTACTGAATGTGTTAGTCGACAAAGACTCTAGATTACAAAAATTTTTGTTCAAGATCAGTTGATAGTCTTCAACACCCAACTCTTTAATATTTTCAAAAATATGGTCAGGTAAATCATTTATTAGGATTCTGACACTAACAGATACCAAATTAGGCAGTTTCACTATTGATGAAAAACAAACTTTTGCGTCAATTATGATAGATGTTAAATTTGTGAACTCAAACACTTTATTTGGCATAAAACGTTCATAAATCACGATTTACAAAATTTGTCCAACATCAGTTAAAGTGAACGAAGAACCGTATGTAACACTTTTGATGTAAACGTTCAGATTGGATCCTTTTATAGAATTCTCCCTGATATTGCACGGAATGTATTTCGATCTCAGCATAGCCAAATGAAGCTTTTGTGAAAAAAGTTTATTACCATTTAACCACAGATTTACCAAACATTTGTAAAACTTTTTCTTCGAACAAAGATAATTAACAATTTGTTCCAGTGGACCGATATCCAATATGTCGATAGCTCCAGTGGAAACCAAGCAATCAGCCGACATTTCAATAACATTAACATAAAAATAACTTATTGATGTTATTGCGCATTGCAATTTTTGTGAAAAATTGCAACATTTATTTACTTGGTTAAGACTATTATCATTAAATTATTCAGATGACAACATCAAACTTGCCACACAGTCTGGTTAAAAGTCGCTCTTTTCTGGAGGCGGAGAAAATCCAAAAAGATCGATATTACACAGACATCAAAAGACTAGATTTGTTTTTGACGTTAGGTGATGCTGCTTATTTGAAAAATGTCAAATCGATTTTTATGCCCAGATTTCACGAGTATGTAGAATTGGAGAATGCTGAACTTTTGTCATTGTTTTTAGGTTATGTAAAACATAGCAAGTGGTCTCGAGTAAAATCACTTATAAAAAAATTTTCAGCAACACACGCTCGTGATAAAAAAGACAATAACCTTATTGATTATCTTTGCATTCACATTGAGGAACCTAAACTGTTGGAAAAAATTCTTGTTTTAATTCACTCCAAGGGCAAATATGATCCGGTGCTCGATGTCAAAAATATGCAATTGACAAGCTACTTGGTTCTTCATAGAAATGAAATTCCAGATAAAATGTAAAATCATTTGAGTCAATTTTTGTTTTCAAATTATTGAAAACAAAAATTGCAATCGCAAATATTGTTATCTTTGTCATAAGATTACTATGTTTATGATCTATTTTCTTTTAGATGGATCGATCTATCAGTTCTAATACATTTACTGAAAAGCAAATTGATGACTTAACTAAAATTGTTGAATTTTTTGCCAGGAGAACTTTTACGCGAAATGAAATTTTTCGGATATTCGCAAGATTTTCGCGGACAAGATTTTTTAGAAACTTTAAATCAGGATCGATTGATGCTCACACTTTTATTCAAAATATGATTGGTAATAGTTCTTTGCGAAGAACCAATCCAAATACAATAACAGTTTCGACATCAACTACAAGTAGCGTGCACACGATGACGGTCGAAGATCCTCAGAGGAAAAGTTCTGTAGGAACTTTGACGATGACATATACTCCATTTTTAAGTTCATCTAATGACACACTTCTTAACACATTATCTGGATATGTTATACGTGGTGATGCATCATTTAATAATTATGGTGCAGGTATGTATGGCATATATCGACCACATTATTCTTACGGTTGGCTAGAATATGTTGATCCGATAGCATACTACCAGCCATCTATAATATATGGTGGATATTTAAGTGCGCAATTGGAAAATGTTGATCATGCAAGTGGATGTATTTATAAAAGTTTTAATTTTGATGCAGACAATTTTCAATCAATCTTGCCAAGTCTCTTGTCTGATGAGTGCGATGAGATTAGTTTTACAACCAATTATTCAGGTCAAAAATATGCTTTTGGATCAGGAGCAAATAAATGCGCTTATGCATTTATTAACAACGATATTTTGAATACGGGTATCCTTATCAAAACGAGGCGACAATTTGTTAATGTCAACATCAAACATGAATTTTGGGAATTTGAAGCAAATATCAAAGCATTCTGCAAATATCTTAAAATGATGGTAAATTCTGGATGTCTATTTGAATACCACTTCGAACCGTGTTTGTTAGAAAAATTAACCGACAGCAAATTATCAGATATTGAAATCAAATCATATGCTCAATTGATTTGTGGCGAAACATTTGCACAGATTGAAAAATTAAATTCGCGACACTTAATGGATCTTACTGGTCACAGTCTTAAAATTGATTATTACAAAGATTTAGTTATGCAAACTTGTTCTATCAAAAGTCAAATTTACGAAGATTTGGCAACCTACTTTATTGCATACTTTGATAAGTTAACAGTTTCTGAAGCTGATTCAAAAATATCTGGTTCTTACAACTTTACTCCAGAAATCGTTTCGGGTATGTGCACAATTTCACCACCATATAACAAACTTTGGATCGAATTCATAAAATCATTATCTGAATCAGAACTTAAACAACTTCTTGTAAGATTTGGTTCCAGTACATCGGTTGAAACTCAATATCAAATAATTGTTTGTCCAGATATTCGTGTAGACATTTCAATTAGAATTTGTTCAGCTGAAGTATTAATCAATAAACGACTTTTTGACCAAAATTGTCTGTCGAATCTAAAAATGTATTTGATCGGTGATGAAAAAATTAGTGATTAAAAATTGCAAATTTAATCACATAGATAACAGACTTATTTAGTAAATTATTCAATTTGCCAAATAAGTAATGGAAGATCAAAATTCTTATGCGAGGTTATTGACTCTATTTGAAAGCGTCCAAGACAATCCAGAAAAGGCACAACTCATTGCTGAAACAGTCGCTATTATTGCAAGTCGTTTGTCAAAATGTAAAGAGATTCTCCAAGAATTCCCAAACCAAACGAAAGCAAAATTTCTCAATTGCCTTTGCCAAGAAGATTTCTCATACTTTATGAACAGAATTATTTATCAACTAAACAAAGAATGTGTAGATTTGATTGATAATGATAAATTACAACGATGGGTCAGCCAAATACCTATTCACAGATTATTACAACATGTCAGCATAGCTCTATGGGAAAAATTGATTGCTAATAATTTGATTCCAATTGATACTATTGATGGTGAACCTGGTTTTATCCAAGTTTTTCTGGAGGGAAGCAACACATATGCTGGACGAGAAAACATTCAATCAAAATATTATTTGAAAATATTCGAATTTGCGCTATTCCATGCAAAATGTGAAATAGATCCTAAATTATTAGAGGATAAACACTCACGTGTGCTAGAAATCGTTAGTAAATTCTACATTAACAAATGCCACATGTTGCAATTAGAGTGCCAAACAAAAGATTCTCATATTCAAGATTTTCTTAAAAAAAAATAAATTCATTTTTGCTCCCATGAATTTTTCATAGGAATAAAAATTAAACTTCCACAAACTTAGTTTTAGCCTTAACAGCAAGTATTTGTTCGGCTGGCTTTTCATACAAACGTCTAAAATATGATTGAATGTTGAACATAGACATAATTTCTTCTTCGGACATACCAAACATTTGTCTGAGTTCGTCTGGTAAATTGATAATATTCTTTTTCTTTTTGTCAATCATATCATTTTCTTCTACATATGCATAAAATAGTTGCAAAACTTCACAGCGAGTCTTTTTTTTAGAACCCAAGCCAAGTAAATCAACCAAACATTCTGGTATAGGTTCTGTTTTTGTGAATACATTAGCATCCAAAGTTTTCTTTGTATAGCATACTTTTTCGATAGCATTGATCTCGCTTATGAGACGTTTTTGTTCAATATAATTGTCATGCAATTTCTGTTTGAGGATATCTAATTCTGTTTGTTTTTGCTTTTTCCCATTAGAGGGTTTCATTTGGATATAGTTTGTCTGTGATTTTTATTTTAAATCTGTAAAACAAGTGCGTTTGGGATTTAAAAGAAAAAGGCGATCCCAACATTAATCTTAAAGAGAATTTGTTTTTGATTTTGTAAATGAAAACTTCTGGTCGAAAAGAAAAATTACCGAGTTATATTTATGCCACACCTGAAGCAACAGAACTAATATTCAAAAAGAAGTCGCATGTTGTTGAAATTCTTGAAAACTGCAATAAGTTCTTTACTGCAAATGAAGACAACATAATCGCATTTTCTTCTATTATTAATAAAGATAAAAATGCTATTTCTCTGAGAATTTTGGAACATTTCATAACAAATTATTCCAAGAGACATGATACTCATTACAGAATCAAAGTTGCAGGTTCAAATGAAGTAAATGATTTTCAAATTCATTCAGAATACAAAAATCAACTAAATGAACACTCAAAAATAATGTTTGACTCTTTTGGTAGAAAACCCCATATCACTTACAAATGCACGATTATCAAACCATCGAAAAAAGGGTCTGCCGGAGCAACAGAAAAAATTAATTATGAGATTATGACAAGCGTTGGCCAAATGAACTTTTTCAAATGGGTCATCAGAAATAAGATATTGGACTATGTAAAAAAACACTTGAGTGAAATTACAAAAGATCACCGCGATTACATGAAGTTGGTTGCAAAAATAAAAAAAGATGATCTGGCAAGATCGTCTGAAGCAGCTAAAGAAATTTCTGATGATGATCAAGAATTTGATCCTGAAATCTGCAGTGCTAGTCCTGAAACATCAATCACAATCAGCAGTAGCAGCAGTCGTCATCGTGACGCAGCGACATCATCTGAGTCCAAACCAAAAAGACAGCAATTGTCGAAAATATTCGGATCCGGTGTGAAAAAATATACTGGAGATACAGTTGTTTATTTTGATTAGTTTGTTTGCTAGTAACAAACAAACTAATCAAAACAAATCCCTACAGAACCTACAGTTCTTTCGGTGTTTATTTAATTAAATAAATTAATCAAATAAATCCCTACAGAACCTGCAATTCTTTCGGTGTTTATTTAATTAAATAAATTAATCAAATAAATCCCTGCAGAACCTACAGTTCTTTCGGTGTTCATTTTGATTAATTTGTAAATTAATCAAAATATTAGTCATCCAAACTAAAATTAACATCCTCGTCATCATCAATATCTTCGTGTACGGGAATATCTGGTACTTTTCTGATTGCAATTCCTTCGAATGCTTTTTTAGGTTTTGGTTTTGGGATATTGTTACGACGATCATGGTGCATAACATCACCACCATCATCTTGATGTGGCCTATGTACAGGTACGATTGGTGCTTTGGGAATCTTTTTATTTTTAGATTTGTCAATACGAGTTGGATGTCTTTCAGTGTGGTTCATAACGTTGGCGATTCTGGATTCTTCACCATCAGATTCTTGTTCGGAATCGGATTCACCCAAAACATACTCACTGACTTGCGATAGTATATATTTCTTGTAAAAAATTTTTCTGACGACAATTAACAATCTGCCCTTGTTATTTTTTATCATTAAATTAGGAATTTCAATAATGAGCTTAACCAAATGATTTGATGTAATAACTGGAATGACTCCATCGTGATCACCGTTTCTGTTATTGGTATCTTTATTTTCAAAAGTACAAGCTCCCAAATGAATATGCCATTTGATAAACTCATGTCTGTATTCATTATCAGGCCCATCAAAATCTTCGTCTTCATTAATTAAATTGAAAAAACCTGCATCTTCGGTATTCGAATCAAACCATTCTAAATGTGACTCCATTTGTTCTTGGGCTTTATTTTCTAAATTATCAATCGCGTCGTGAAATGTTTTAATTTTTCTTTCAGACGATCCACTAAAAACAGTTTCCATTTGCAAAACAGATGGGTCTTGTTCAGATGGTTTAAGACCGGATCCAACCGTTAAAAATGGTGTTTGAAGAACGATTGGTGTACTATTTGATACATAACCGATTTTTATTTTTCCCCTTACACTGTTTTCAGAAAGGACAACTCGGTTAACATCAAAATTAGATACCGAAAGAGCTTTCACAATAACTTTCTTGATTTTGTGCATTTATGTGACTACAAATTCTATATAATTGATTTAATGTTGAATGTACGAGAACGAATTAAATAATGACTGATTGCTAAATTAATCATTATTTTTTCAAAAGTTAAATTTCCTACTTGGAAGTCTTTGAAGACTTACCTTTGGTACCAGATGTTTTCTTAGTTTTCGTTTCAACAACATCCTCTTCAACAGCTGCTCTTTTTGATCCAGATTTCTTAGGAGATGCATTTGCCTTTCTCTTGGGAGGAATGATGACTTCCTCTTCAGGTTCTTCTTCCTCAACAGTGGCATCCTGTTCTTCATCGCCACCTTCGACATCACCTTCATCCTCGACTTCACCATCACCTTCACCATCAGCTTCTTCATAAGTTTCCTCTTGGTCGGCATCAGCTTCTTGTTCAGATTCTTCATCCAAAATCTGAGCAGTCTTTTTAGTAACAGGCTTCTTAACTTCAACAGTTCCCTCTTCTTCCTCATCAGGCAGAATTCCAACACTCTTCATGTTGACTTTACGAGTTCCAGCTGCAGGAGTGTAGATAACCTTAAGAATTTGCAAGGTCACACTGTAGATGCAAGGAACTCCCTTTGCTTTGGAATTAGGAGTAGTTGCGGCCAAAATGTCCGACAATTGGAAAATGACCGTAACACTAGATTTCCATTTGATATGTTCAGTCAAATGGGTGATCGTTTCAATACCATCAATTTGGGTAAGAGATTTATCTGCCTCTTTACGATAAAGTTCAGTCTTGACTCTACGAGGTTTTCTGTCTTTCTCAGGTTTCTCGGAAGTTGATTTATCACCTTCCATCATAAATTTCATGGAAACGCTGTCAACCAAAGGATACTTTGTCAAATCACGAGGTTTCTTGCCAGGCTCATCAGGTTTCTCCTCGTCGATTTTGATACAAGGATTGTAAGAATATTTGTGTGGTCTTCCACTGAAATTCGCTTCAATGAATTCATTTGATCCAAAGTATTCATCAATTTGAGTGAAGAAATCACGCAAAGGTCCTTCTTTCTCCAAAGGAATACTCATTTTTTCACGATCTTCATCAGATTTAATGAATCTTTGAGTTTTCTTGTCAAGCGGACAAAGTGGACGAATTCCACCAGAAGTCAACATGATCTCAGGCAACTGAATCGCCAAAGGTCCCATTGTATTATTCGATAGGTTACGATAGTTAATATAACTTCTAACAAAACCACCATTTCCTTTGAATTCGCTATTATCGAAGTTCTTCACATCGACCTTATTGAATCTCATAGTTTCGAAATCAGACACCAACTTGAAACCAGCGACCTCTTCATCCTTCTCAACTTTAGCCTTTCCCTTTGTGGCAGGCACTACAGCTTTTCCAGTAGTTTTAGCGGAAGGTTTAGAAACTTTGCTCATCTTAGAATTAGGGTTCGTAAGAATAATAAAAGCATTAAAACCATTCTTTTAAAACAGCATTTTAACTTTCAATTTTTTTCCAAACACTATTTCTATAAAAATTGCACCTACGAACGCACATTTAAATTAGGATTTATTAGTCAGCTTACAGGTCGACACTGCAAATGACTGATTCCAAATATTTCTTTAAGGTTGTATTGGATACCCCCAAACAAGATCCACCCAAAACAAAAGAAAAACCCAAACCAAAACTAAAACAAAAACGTAAGGCATTTGGTGAAAACATAGCTTCTAATGTAATCCAAACACTGGAAATGGCTAAAGATTTGGTTAACATGAAATTTTTGATTTTATGTAATGATGATGAATATTTGGCGGTGCTTAAAAAGTTTGTTGGACCAATTTATGATGATGTAACTTTGGCTGCAAATGAAACAGATCCCTTGACATTCGATCAAATTTGGGAATACAATGAATCAGGTGCAAAGGTTGCTTGTGAAATTCCAGGATGGCAATTATTTTCTTACATGTGCACCATAGAGAATGTTATGAAATGTGTAACCATAGATACGCTGCATGATGTATTTGATTTAAATCTACACAAGAGCGAAGACTTGGGAATATTTATGAGCGACGATGATAAAAACAGAGCATCTGATCTTACAGAATGGTATGCCGAAGTTCTTGATTATTTTTCGACAAGAAAACTTGAAGTTTCACCCGAATTGGCCTTTCACAATAGACTGGTCGCATTATTCTCCAAATTCAAAGATAATACAACGTGCTTTGAAGAATCCTGGTTGGAAAATATTTCCAATCCCAAAGATCTTAAAACTATTGTGGAACAAAATTACAACATAATTCGCAATAACATCGCATTGATAACTTCAGATCCGCGTGGATCAACATTATTTAATGCTAAACTTCCGTGCACAACACCTATTTTAACTTACAAAATATACATCGTTGAACAATGGGAAACAATGATTAGTTTAGCAGCACCAGATAATCAATATCCTAGATGGATTATTGCTTTAACCTTGTCAAAAGTTGTACCAGGTATTTTGAAAAAATACCCGAGCATTAAGTACATTTTAGGATAAATAAGATCAAGTTAGCTTGATTTTATTTATCCTAAAAGATTGAAATGAGTTTAGTTATTTCAACATTTTAGGATAAAATCAACATTTACCCACGCGTTGCTTTGGATTACTACGTTTATCCACGCGTTGCTTTGGATTACTGCGTTTATCCACGTGTTGCTTTGGATTACACTCAGTTAATCGAGATTACGGAGTAGTCGATGATTACTACGTCTATCAAATTTTTATTTGCTCAATCAAGTATTTAGTAAATAAAATTTAGTTTGTTATCTTAATCACCATAAATTTCTCCATTTGAAGGAGGTGCTGGACGACCTTTTACAGCACCAACTGTTCTACCAGTAAAAGGTGCATCGAAATGTTTTGGTCCAGATCCGTGATTTTGTCTGGGACCATTATTTCTGGAATTTTTGTCAAATTGGCGTGGTTGCTGACCACCTGGAGCTGAAAATTGGCGACCAGAACCTTGATTCTGGTTTCCGTTACGGTTTTTGTTAAATCTCTTCTTGTTATTGGGTCCAAGACCATTTCCAGACAATCTATTTTTAAATGTCAGCGCTCCGGACATGGCAATTGGATTGTCATTTTCTTTACCATATTGATAGATGTAGTCCAAAATTCTGGAAATTTTAAGTTCTCCAATCTTGGTATTAGGATCTACTCTCTCAATAGGTTGTCTTTGGCGATCGGATCTATCTGTGCGGTCTGATTTAGTTTGTTTTGCAATCGCAGGTTTAGCTTGAGCTTTAATTTCAGGTTCGGGAACATCATCCAAATTCAAATCGTCTTCATCAATTGCAGGGAATGGATCTTCCAGATCAGCAGCATCATCGGCATTAATAATGTCAGCGATCTCAGCATCACCAACAGCTTCAGCATCAAGTTCTGCGTCTAATTCATCCAAACCGTCTGTATCAACAACTTTCTTGCTCTTCTTTGCTGTACTTGCAGCACCAACAGTTCGTTTGGCTTTGGTAACAACCTTTTTAGCTTTGGTTGATACAATTTGTTCTTCATCAACGTCGACAATATCGTCATCAACAGGTTTGGGTTTTCTGCCAGATTTTTTAGCAGGCTTATTGATAGATTTAGGAGGCATGTTTTACCGTAACAAATTTTCAATTCGGATAGATCGCCCGATTGGTGAAATTATCAGTGTGACTAATATTTATATGCAAATTGTAATCGTAGCGAAATTATAGGTGCAATTTTTATTTTTATTGAATTTCCATTTTATTTGCACGCATATATTAAGATTTCTGCTCACAATGTTACCAAGATTCAGTGGTCGAGGATATCGTTTAGGATCAAATATGAACTGTGAACAAGAAATTACGCACAAGATCAAGGAAAAAAAGCCCAAAGTAATCACATATGAACATTTTATTAATGATGGTGTTGTTTATTTTGAACTAAAAGGACGAGCAACAACTGAGGGTGTAAAAGCCATGGTATCACAATCTAAATGGGCTGCTGTATCAAAATATGCATGGTATCTAGGAAAAAGTGGATATGTAACATGTTATGAGCTAGGAAAAATATCACTTCACAGATTCATCTATACATTAATTTTAAAAGAACGTCCACCAAAAGGTTTTTGTATTGATCACATAGACAGAAATCCTCTCAATAACACAGACCAAAACTTAAGATTGGCAACCCCACAAGAAAACTCTTTTAACAAAAGTTCTACAACGAATACAAAAGGTGTAAAAAAAATATCAGAAGGCAATTACACGGCATCAATTGTTAAAGATGGACAAAAACATGAAATAAAGGGCATACCAACAGCAGAACAAGCAGCCAATGTTTACAATATGATGGCAGAAGATTTATTTGGAGTTTTTGCTGCAAAGAATATTGTTAATGTTTAATAATATTCTTTATCACAAGTATTTCCATGCACATCATAAATCCATCGTTTTAGCACTCAGATGTATTAGGTCACAAGCTTCCCAATCTGATGGTAGTTTTTTATCTGATGTGGAAATCCAGAAAAATGAACATTTCACGTTTAAGTGATAATGACTAGCCAAATCACGAAATTTATCATTGGAGATAATCACAATCTTTGGATCTTGGAGAGAATTATCCGAATTCTGGACGACAATGCTAGTTTCAGGAACAAGTTCTTCAAAGTATTGTTTCAACTTGAACAGCGCTCTGTCATCAGCATCTTTGTCAGAAGCCGATGATGCATGCACCAAAACAACTTCCCATTGGTTAGGGTAATCTGAAAAAACCTTAGCAAAGGCCCACGACACTAGTTTTATCGAATCAGTTTTTGTTGAATTTGTGGACCCCGGAAGGAGTTTATCTCCTGTAGGGATCGAGTCACCACGAGGCTCTATAGAGTTCGGTAAACTGAAAGCTGTTGTTATGTTCAGAAGTTTTGTTACAACATACAGCCTGAAGTTGGTATTTAGGGCCGTAATATGCGTGCGCAGTTTGGTTGCCACTTGGATCAATGCTTCAGTCAGTTCCGGCAGAGTCTCATAGTTGTTTTTGTCTGACTTCAAACAATTCAATAAATCCACCAAAAAGATGTTCATTGTTGGTGTTAGTGTAGCATGAAATAGATATTTATTAATAATGAGTTTACCAACAAATATCGTCTATCAATTTTTATTCTATTGTTTTGGTTTAATAGGGACACCTGCTGCGTGTCTGGTAGAAAGGGCAGAATTGCGCAACGCAACCATTTTTTGGAAATTTGATAGTTTTGTATTATTGAGAATGCTGTCTATTTTTTGAGTTCGTTCTGATGGTTCTGGTTTAGATTGAGCTTCTTTGGCACGACGTTCATGTTGCTGTTTAGCTTTCAACTTGCGAAGTTCAATTAGTGTTGCTCTTTCAATATCAATGCCCATTTCGGGAATGATATCCTGCAGGGCCGAAATTCTTCTCAAGTCTTCCAAATTTTTTGCATTTTGAATTGTTTTTTTCTTGATATCTTGTTCCATATGTTTGTAGATAGCATTTGGAATTCGTGCTTTCTTAATTCCCGTGCTTCTATCTAAAACATGATGTGTGGTCGTAACGGAACTATTTTTATTTTTTGACCCAACTATGTTTGTGTTGCGCGTTGTTGTGCTTAGAATTTTAATGCTGGGTTTTTCTTCTTCCTTGGGTTTTGTTTTCAACACAAGTTTTGGGCGTTCTCGCTCTATGATAGTTCTAGTTTCAGTAGGCCGATTTCCCGACCTTGGTGACTCTATTTCAGATTCTATTTCGGCATCAACATCTGGAACATCGACTGGTTTATCAGTTGATTCAATTACATGTTCAATTGGGTGTCCATTAATGACTGTTTCAGCAAAACTTGATTCTTTTACAACATAAATTTCTTTTGGAGTTTCTTCGATAACTTCTTTTTGCGGTTCTGGTAGAATTTCTGCATTTTCCACAGGGACAATATTCAACTCTTCTGGAACGTCAATGTCAACTGGACGTTTAGATGTTCTTCTTGTAGTTAGTTTTCGTCTTTCTGGAACTTTGTTGACTTCTCTTCCCTTTTTACCTGATTGTTTTGGTCTCAAAGCAGCTCGTTGTTTTTCCAACATTTCATTGTATTTACGTTCAGCTTCCAAGATAACTGAGGGAGGTTGTCTTTTAGTTCGTTCAATTACAATCGGTGCTTTTGGTTTCTCGTGATTATTTTGAACTTCAGTTATTTTTTCTGAAACATCATCACCATCAAAAACAGTCTCTTTCAGAATCATTTTTGGCAAATCAAATTTAACTAATGTTTCATTTTCATTTTCAATTTCCAAATCGTCAATTATTTCAAAATTTTGTTGCGGGCTTGTCATTTGAAATTCGGGAATGGCTTCATCGACAAACATAGCTATGTGTTCAATTTGATGTGCAGCTTCGTCATCAGCATTAATTTCATCAGGATCAATACTCTCTCCAAGATCTTCGATTGTCAAATTTACATCCAACTCATCTCTGAGCCGATCGAGTTCTTCGTTATTTATTGCAGGTAGTTCCATATCAGGTGCTATATTGTTGTCATAAATTTTATCCCTAAATAAAACTTGCTTTTTAATGTTAATTGAATAAACATAGTTTGTTCAATTAAGCCTTAAAATTCACCGGTTGGTATGCAACGGGCACATTACCAGTCGCCGATTTTGAGCTGGAATGTCCACCAGCCAGCCTCCAAATAATGTATCCAATGACAACCAAAATCAAAATAAGTAACAACCAGTACCACCAACTAGTAGTATTTTTGGTTGTAGTTGCTTGAGTAATGACGGTGCCTGGGTTGGTTTGAGGGGCAGTGTAAACTGGAGGATTAGGTTGACCGGCAACAGTGCCAATTGGAGCTCCGGTAGGTCCATTAACAACAGGAGCACCACTAGGTCCGGTAGGAACTCCAGTTGATCCAAGTGCAGGATTGGATGCTGATCCTCTCATTCCAGAACTAAGGTTGTTATACCAATCACTAATTCCACCCTTAACTTTATTGTAAGCATCACTTAATTCATTACCAACATTGCTGATAGCATCTGATGCTCCAACACCGCTAGGTCCAGTAGTTGGAGCATTGGGAAGATACCTGCTAAGTCTTCCTGCAACGTCACTCGCGTCAAATCCACCAATATTGCTCATTTTTCTTGATACATACAATCTGAAACGATTTTATTTATAGTTGCTGTTAGATTTCTAAAAATTTATTAAAAAATAACGCAATTTAGTGCGAACTACAAATTTGATTACAGAATAAAAATTGCACCCAAAATATATCTGTATAATTTTGATCAGACGAACTTATTAATTTATTGCGATGGACACTGAAGGGATCGAGCAACGTCTGGATACTCAACAAAGATCGGGATACAAAACCTATCTTGATATCATCAAACAATACATAATCGATTATGCTTCTGGTGCAGATGGTTGTGATGATTTTTTAGTGATATCAAGCGTTATAAGTGATGCAAGAAAAAACCTACATGAACTGTTTGAAAAATTTACTCCGTGGATCAGCAAACATTCTTTCAAACTAAAGTCACTTCCATCAGGATGGCATATTGGTGCCAGACTTAGATGTTGGGAATGTGATAATGCCAAAACCTGGCCTGCAACTTATCGTGAAGGTATGATGCCTAACAACGAAGACGAATCTTACTATGCAAATTGTGGTGATTGTGATACGATAATCAGTTTTGATATTAATTACGATGATGATAATTATAGTGATGATAGAAAAATGTTAGTTCGCATGTATGGTAACAATTGTGTGATACTTGGTTCTTATTTCAAATCATATTTGAAAAACGTTACCAGAACAAAACAATGGAAGAAAAAAGTTATTTCTTTTGATGCCGGTGAGATGGACAAATTGATGACCGAAATTGAAGCAATTCTTCCCAAACTCAACGACTGGTGTGGTAAACTCAATATCAAAAGAATTCCAAAAACTTTTACAACAAATTTGGATAAACGTGAACTTCAAGTATTTTTGGATAACGATCAAATGTAAATGAGACCATCGGAGGGAATTTAGCAATTCACGATGACGATCGAACGAATGTGAGACCCTTAGAGAAAAATTGCATTTTCAAATACATTGTTGGTAGCTATCCTATAATAAAATAGGCCACTTTGGCGATCGCATACTTAAAATGAACGGAAAGAAGCGACAAAATAGATCTGGTGATGAAAATCCTGAGATGAGTCTTGGTTCTGAAGACCAATTAGGAATTTTTGAACCCAAAACCAAAAAACAAAGTTTGTATGAGCTTCATGAAGATGGTTCGCCCAGCACAACCCGACGAAGCCCGCTGGCGAACTCTGCTGTTATCATACGTTCGCCGGAAAATCCACTCCAACTCACAATCCACAGATCCGGTGATAGAATTAGAAAGTCTGGAGAGAACTTGCATAATTCAGTTGAAGGTTCAAGCAGCCAACAAAACAAGTCACATTCTCTAAAGTATGACTTGCTTTCGAGAAGGTACAGATCAATTCCCAAATCACGGGTTTGTTTTGTTGGTTGTCAATCCTTTGATGACAACAAATTCAAAGATTATCGCGAAATGACATCATGGACATTGGGCGACCTTAGTATTACAGGAACAGGTTTTTCTTTTGTTAAACGTTTGCATGAGCTAACGATCAAAGCGCCAATGCCAAACCTTGCCAAAAACTGGATGCTCAATCTGATCAGAGTTGAATATGATCAAGATATCGGAAAACGAGTAATTTTTTCGCTTAGGTACATTAAGATTGACTGGGAATTGATTGACGATCTAAAAGCTTTTCTTGAGCAAGCGATCATCGGTCCTTCAACAAAAGTCATTCTGTCTAAAGTTCCAATGGAATGCGTCCCTGAAATCATTAGTGTACAACCCAAGCACAAGAATTTGCATTTTGAAATTGAAGAACAGCTAGAATAATTTGATATCAACTGATATGGAATTATTCAAAAAAAATTGATCGTATAACAACAACTTAAAAAGCAAAATAGATTATCAAAATATCCAAACAAAAATGCCCAGCATTCGACGCTATGAAAAACTTCACAAACGAAATAAGAAAAAATATATTGAACAAGCAAAAAGTATGATTTCAAAATTTGATTATCCGCTGCTCAGATTTTTTCGTACTTTAACCAGAAGCCAATTTTATGATTATGTGCGAGAATTCAAACCTGTGATTTTGAATGAAATTCCACCTGAACTCGAACCTTTTGGTCTGAAAACTTATAAGAATACTTACTGCATTATAAAGGAAAACTGGGCAAAGAATGAAGATCTCAACAATTGCACCGATTTTTTCACAGAGGATTGCAGGGTGCATTGCAGATTTAGTAAGCACATATCTCCAATTGAGTATTGGGAAAAAAATAAAACAAAAATTCTAAATTCTGTAACCAAGTTGACTAGCAAAGCCATTCGTGATAAAATTTATTACGGGGCAAAATTATGTAACAATTTTAGAATCAGTGTGGCATTAACAATTTTAGATATTTTCAAACCCAAAAAATGGTTGGATATTTCCGCAGGGTGGGGTGATAGATTAATGGCAGCGATTGGTTATGGTATGGATTTGTATTTCGGTGTTGACCCTAATCCTTGTGTTCATCAAGGCTACAAGGAAATGATTAATGAATTGGTTAATGAATCCAAAAGGTCAAATTATGTCTTAGTTCAAGATGGATTTGAAGATGTCACTTTACCAAAAAATGTTAGATTTGATTTAGTTTTTAGCAGTCCACCATTTTTTGATTTGGAAGTTTACAGTTCAAGCGAAAAAGACTCATTGGTAAGAAACCAATCATCTGATTCATGGTATGAAAACTTTTTATTAGTTTCTCTCAAAAAAGCATTTAATCATCTAATTTTTGGTGGATATATGGTTATCTATATGGATGAAGCTGTGGGAACAAATTATGTGCAACGTATGATACTTGATGTAAATGAATTCCCAAATTGTGCATACCATGGAATCATTTATTACTATTATCCAGGAAATGGTACTCGAGGACCAAGTCAACCGAGAAGTATGTATGTTTGGCAAAAAGTGTAAATTTTTTATCACTATCGCAATAATAATAAAAAATTTAAATTTCAATAATGATTTGATTATCTGATTTTTCGTTTTCCGTGGGTGCTATTTGAATTTCCTCAGATTCACTTTCAAATAACTTCAAACCAACAAAACTGTCAATAAGAGGGATTCCGACATTTAACATAGGTATACGATTAATAAATTTCAAATCAAACATAATAGCAACATCCAGATTCATTTTATTATGTTGAGCATATTCTGTGGCGCTTTGTTGTTTAGGAAATAGTTCAACATATGTTCTGAGATTGTCTATGATATATTGTTTTGCTTTTACTCTTGGAAACCGTACCATTTGTGCGTAAATATCATCCACTGTGTCAGATTGTCTTACATGCCGGGAAAGTTTGTAATCAAAACAATATTTTTTAATTATACAAATATCAACAGTATCGCACATGGCAAAACATGCTGCGAGTGAGATTGTAATAACTTTATCAAAAAATATTTTAAGTTTAGTGTAATCATGAAATTTATAATGGTCGCGTTGAGTATGTCTAAATAATACTTTGTAAAATTTTTCCCACTGTTTATCTTTTTTAACAAATAAATCGAGAATTTCATGAATTGGCATTTTGCACACATACTCCATATAATTGGTTGAACCCAATGTTGACAGATCCGCGTCTTTTAGCAAAACATAAATTTTAGCATGTCTGCCGTTAGATGCAGAAATGATCTTATCAAATTGGGTCTGAAAATCTAAGTTGACCGCAATTGGGTCATTAATATCAATATCAGCTCCAGTATGATATCCACCGCGAACCAAATACTTTAGTGAATTCAAAATTGAATATACATAACCACTAGGAGTTATAACTGTTCTTATAACGTGCGCGAATGCCAAAATTTGATCTTCAGTTAACTTTGAAGCAAAATGTGTTTTACGAATGGTCGCAACATAGTCCAATAACTTCATTTGATGACCTGATATGTTCTAATGTTTTGAAATAATTTATTTTAAAACATTTTTGCCAGCAATTTTTCTGAATAAAGTTAAACGTTAATAACGGCCTGACATTATTAATGGTTAATTTGAATTTGTTCAGAAAAATTCAAAATTAAACATTAATAACGGCCTGACATTATTAATGGTTAATTTTGAATAAAGTTAAACATTAATAACGGCCTTTGGTCTGCGTTTAGATTTTTTATGTTTGATTGTTTCCTCTTTGACATAGGAGTAACCATCTTCTTGTCCAATATTAATTGTGTAATCGGATTGAGCTTTGAGTGCTTCTAAATGGCTAATCATGATAACATGCTCATATTGACTTTTGATATGATCCAAAATTGTACCAATGTTACCTAAATTTTCTGAATCCAAATCACTCCATCCTTCATCAATAATCAAAAAGTTAGGTTTACTGGTCAAAGAAATTTGACTCAATGTCATCCTAATAGCTAATCCAATAACGAATTTTTCAAATCCACAACCTGCATCAACATTCATCGTAGTTTCATTTTTAACTAAAAGAACATCAATGCAACCAATATTTGTTTTCTTTTGATCATCAGAATCAGACATTACAAATTGAACATTAAAATCAACGGATGGCATTGCACTCAGCACATCATTAACATCGGATTCTATTAATGGTATATATGTGCGAAGCAATTCGTAAGGTAGACCATTTTGATGCATCATTTCCATGTATATCTGATGATGTTCGACATTTTTACACAACTCATCATAAGCTTTGCGCTGCGTCATGTATTCTTCTAATTCAGCCTTGATAGCAAGCCATTCATTACGTCTGATATCCAATTTTGTTTCAAGTTGGGTAATTTCTGTCTTGATTTCGCGCAAGTCCGAATTTGATTCCTCATTAAATTCTTTTTCAAAAAGCCAAAGATTCAATTTATGCAAATATGATTCCAATAGTTCAGATTGCTTTGCGAGTTTCTTTCTAAGATTAATTTTATCTTGTTGCTGAGATTGAATTTCATTACATGTTTTAATCTTAGTTTGAAGTTCAACATACATTTCGGCATACACTTCAATTTTAGTTTTCCACTCTGCTAAATCCGATTCTAAATTTTTGAGCTCCAATTCATACTCAGCATTTGATTTTATTTGAGCTTCAATTCTATGATATTCATCGATAGATTTTTTGAGCAGGTCTGATTGTCTTCGCATTAAAGCTAATTGAGCAATGGTATCTTTTTTTATTGCCACTTGTGCTCGAAGTTCTAATAAATTTTGATGTTTAATTTCAAGAGTCGCTATTTTTGATTCCAGTTCTGCATTTATGTGCTCAATCCAAATATTTTCTGCAACTAATGCAATTCTGTGCGCATCATCAAATAATTTAGGTTCAGATGGCTTTTCCAATTGACGTGATTGCATAAGTTTTTCAGCGCAAGTAATTTCTTCTTGCTGATGAGAAAGTTGGTCTTGTGTTAGAGTTTGGATTTTCGAAATACCAATATCATTACATTCTGTGTTGACCAAAGTCAAATGTTCAACAAATTCTATTCTTAGTGGTTGCTCGATTTGCAATCGCAAAAAATCTTCATCAGAGATTTGTTGTGTTAAAATATGTTGTTCTGTTACTTGAGCCCAATTTATAAACTCATCAATTAAAATAGTTTCATCTGATGATGTGCTAACTTCGTATGGTTTTTGGATTTGGCGTCTGCAATCAGAAATTTCCATTGTAATCGCTTTCAGCGCGGCGTCATCAAAAGTTTCTCGATTTTGATCTGAGATTTTGGTTTCAAAGGTTAGAATTTTATCGGATAAATCTGCGAACTCGGTATTTAGCTCAACCAAATTAACTGATTTGTGAGATTTTGGAATGGGTACGATTTTTGATTTAATTTTTGAGACAGTCTCCAAACATAACATGTATGCAGGTTCAGAATTAGGATTAGGTCCAAGTTCTTCCAATTGTTTTTCTATTTGGGCCAGATCGGTTTCCAATGGAAAATCATCTACCAGTTTACTTTGATTTGTTTTGACAATTTGTATTGCATTAGTTACAGCAGCAACAGAATTTAATTTTCCAAATTCTGATAATTCATCATATGTTACAAGTGGACTTATTTCATTATCTACCATTAATTCTATGCCTGGTAAATTATCTAGCAAACCTTCAAGCCTAGCTTCCAGATCAATAATTTCATGTCTCAATTCAGATGATTTTGTTTTGATTGCTGCAAGTGATTGTTTACTTAATACACCTTCTAAAATATTTTGATTTTTAAGCAGGTCTTTTGTTGTTGTTTTAGCCAATTTGTAACAAGATTCAAAAATATCCAATTTTAAAATTTCGCTCAAGTAAACTTTTTTTTGCAAATTGGTCATAAACAAAAAGTTCGATGGTTTGGATTGGTATCCATTCTGTAAATAAAAGCAAGTTGTCAAATAATCATTGAAATCACCTATTAATTCGGCAATTCTTTTATTTGTATCATTTTTATCCAAACCGTTTAACTTTTCCATTTGTTCCTCGCCATCATCATTGGCAGTAAAACAATAAAAATTAACATCAATTTTAACATTTGATCCACTTTTACTGCGTTCGCCAATTCTTTCAATCAAATATTCTTTGGAACCAATTTTAAATAATAAGGAGCAAAACATCTTCTTTTGTTTCAAATTTAAAATATCTTTTCGATCAGATCTAACAATTTTATCAAACAAACAAAACAAAATGATTTCAAGAATCGCGGATTTACCATAACCATTTGGAGCAACAATACCAATAATTTTGTTTTGATCGTATTTTCTAAAATCAATCACATTGTCTTTACCGTATGATAGGGTATTGCTAAATCTCAATTCCAAAATTTGCCATTTATGTCCGTCAAGTGGACCAGCTGAAGCAGGAACTTCTTTATCTTTATGAAGTTGATCACGGAATGCTTTATGAATATCAAGCAAACCTCGAGTAATAGTTTCGGAATACGTTTTTTGTTTAGCATAAGTTGAAATTAATTTATTTTGTGAAGCAAGTGTCGTATCTACTAAATGCAAATTGTCACCAGATTTTTTAATTTGAGCTGTTCGATGGGATTTAGTTGTAGCTTTAGAATCTTTTACAAATGAAACAACTTGATATTTTTGCATAAGTTGTTTTTTTAGTTCAACCATTTGCAATTCAGTTGAATCTTTCACTCCAAAGCGAATTCGTGGCCTTCTGGGTATGTCGGACATATCTAAAATTCTGGATGGCGACGTGCCATATTTGCCAAATTGCAGATCAATTTCATCATTTTCTTCAAAATAAATTTTTCCATTATCAACCAATAGCGTACAATATCCATAATCATTTTGGATTTGCACTAATTCAGATTCACCATCCAATAAATCCCATTTCAGAAAACCATGATTGTCAAGAGTTTCTCCAAAATTTTGTTGAATAAGTGATCCAGAATACGCTATTGTTTTATTTTCATCCAAATATTGAAATTTGTGCGTATCTCCAAGAAGTGCATAATTGTAACCTTCAAAAATATCAATAGTTATTTCATCATTTAATCTGTAACCAACATCAGTAACACATTGATTAACGGGTCCATGATAAAGGGCAATTTTGTATTTATTTTTTTGTTTAACTGTTTTGAAAATTTCTTTCGAAAGTTCATGTGCTTCCAAAACTTCCGTATCAAGAATTCCTGTTACACCAAACACTAAATTTTGGTATTGATAAAAACCAGTGGATTTTAGTTGATAGATAGGATATGAATCTTCTAACATTTCAACAAATGGTGTTATTGCATCAACTCTTTTAGGATTAGCAACATTTCTATCGTGGTTTCCTTGAATAAGGATAACATCAGCGATTTTGCTCAGACTTTTCAAAAATCTCCCCATAAATTGGATCATTTCGGTGTTAAATTCTGTTTTTGTATGAACCAGATCTCCAGCAATTACAATTAAAGATGTAGATCTTTGATTACCGATGTGTTTTTTGAGAGCCTTATAAGTTCGATCAAATGCTTCAGTGTATTCTGCATGGCGTTCTAATTTTGCTGTAATGTGAATATCAGCCATATGATAAATTGTTGTGATTTCCGTCTTGGTATCATCTTTCAATTTGACAAATGATACATTTCGTTTTTGATTTGCTGAACTGGATGAGCTAGATCCAGAAGATTTAGATGATGTCGATGAAGATTCACTGACAGAAAAAATATCAAAATTTGTATCGTCATCATTTTCAATAGGTCGACCAGTTAGCTTAGGCATTTACAGGTGAAGTAATAAAGTTTGTGTTGCAATTCTCTAAGTAAAATTATTAGATAATTGCAAAAACTGATATGGTGAACAAAAAGAATTTTATGATGGACGCCTAAGCATTCATCATAAAACTGTTTGTTAGCTAAAGCTAACAAAGAGTTTTAATTTGTGTTTTGACACAAATTAAAACTGTGATGCTTGCTCAAAATCACCTTAATTTCATTACTAGCAGCTATATTATAACAAGCATTATTATCGTATGATACATCAATGGGGACAAAATTTGCGCATATCCATCCAACTACATTAATGTAGTTAAGCTTGCAAGATTCATACAAAATATTTATCATTGAACTTGAAAATATTGTTTGATCTATGATTTCAGTGCCATTTGCATTGCCACAAAATGCATTCATTGTGCTAATTATTACATGCATTGGGTCATTTAAGTTGATAGCAGACCAAAGGAAATCATCTCCGCTGATAGGATACTTAGGCATTTTAGAATACTACTAAACAAATAGTGATATTCTAAAATTGATAATTTTTTGAGCGCAATTTTTTTAGGGTTTGGTGTAAGTATCAAATCTAATTGAAGATGTGAAATCTGGTAGAGATACTATTTTTTGTTGTTGAGAAACAGGAACACTCATTGTTGGTTGACTTGGTTTGGCAACAAATTGGCTTGGAACATAAGTGGATGGTTTGGTTGAACTAAGACTTGACGCACTAACTTTTTTAATTTCAGTTGATGTTTGTGGCATTGAAGTGTAAGTCGTACCACGTTTTTCGGATGAAATTTGGAGACCTGGAGTTTCGCTGATTTTTTTTGTTTCAGTAACAACTCCTTGTGGTGTTTTAACTACAGTTTCTTGTAAACTTGTAGTGGTTCCTAGAGAAGAACCTTCGCCCATGATTGTTCTTTGTGCATCAGCTGCCCAATTTTTAAATTCAGTTGGCAATGTTTTGATCCATTGTGTGATTTGCTCTGTATTTGTAGGTAAGGGAATAAGGGAGCCAGTTGCAGATGGCACGACTGCATTTAAATTAGGAACAATTTGTGTCACGGTCATGCCATCGGCTCCACCTGACAAACCACCGTACAAACTTTGGAAATTAGGATAAGCACGATCAGGACCTGGCACAACCATTACTTGGGTATGAACAGGCATTGCACTTAGGTATGGATCAAAATAGCTTTTATCACCACATCCTCCAGCCAAATGTTTAATTTGATCTGCAATTAATTTCACACCATCAGGTCCAACAACAGCATCAGTCCATGTTGCAACAGAACCGATTGGAATGGGATTATTTCCTGTAACAATGCTGATTGGTTTCCCTGTTATCGTAGCGTAAACATTAGCCAGATCAACTGATGTTTGGGAAGGAATTTTGCTGATAGTTTTGTCAGATTTTGATAAAACGCCATCTCTTACTGCGGTCTGAATTGCGGCTGTCGTTTGATCTTCACGTCCGACATCTGGCAATTTTGCATCGGATACTAGACTAACTCTAGCAGCATAATTTCCTCTAGCCATCGCCAATTGAGCATTGTTAGAAATTTTTTCAGCAACATCAGGATCGATATATGCAAGAACCGGTGCAGTGGAACCTGTAGGAATTACTTTTGTAACATAAATTGGCACATCGGTAAAATTGTGTTTTCCATTTCGTTGTCTCAAAAAGAATTTCACATCACCCTGTCCGACTTTGCAAGCTGGACTATTTGTGGAATATGAACCAATAGTTTTGTCTTTTTTATCTGTCTTGTCATTTGGACCGACTAAATAAATAGGTTGGTTCGTGCAACAATATTTGAGAACAATACTGGATTCATCATTTTTTGGTAAACCGAGACTTTTAACAAAATCATCTGTACCAAATTTGTAGCTAAGTTCAACATCAGATCTCAAACCTTTTAATTCAGAAAAATTCTGGATCAAACTACGAATGACACTTTTGACTTCATCACCAGCCACAGCATTGTTAATAGTAAAAACCAAATCTGATAGGTTGACTGAGTTCATTTGTTATGATTGTCTATACATTAGATACATTTTCTCATTAAAATTGCAGCATAATTTGTTAAATGTGTACCGCGAACCCAATAATTTTATTATTGGGAATTGTAAAATGTGTTTGAATATAGAAATGTTTGTCTTTTTCCACCCCCAATAAACTTTTTTATTTGTCTATAAATTTTAGTTCATACAACATGGGATACGATTGGGATTGCTCACCTTGCGGTTTCGGAGGAGGCTGCGGAAGCGGTGGTTTTTATGATGACTGTGGCGCTTGTTACGACAGCGGATGTGGATCTAGCTTTGACAGAGACAACTGTGCTTATGATCGCAGCGATTGCTACGGAAAGAAACGTGAAGTTTACTACGAGAAGGAAGAATGCTACGGATCTAGCCGCGATGCTGGATGCTCTTCTCGCAACAGAGGATGCACTAACGGATGGTCCAACGGAAGCCGCGGAAACCGCTCTGGTGGTTGGAGACGCGGAGGATTTGGAGGCTGCGGACCTTGCGGCCCTGTCCGTGCTGGTTGCTACAGATGTTGAGTGTTCAAACTCAACAGATGTTAGATTGTAAATCTAACGCGCGTTAAATAAATAATTTCTTTGATCATTAAGAATTATCAAAGAAATAATTAAATGTTAATTGCACTTGTTATTGCATAATAAACAATTGGTCCAACCATTGGTAAAACATGACTCCAATAATCTGAGTTTTCAATCATTCCAATGTTGCAAGCTAAAATAGTTAATGCTACAACGTGGGCTTCCAGATCAAAAAACCAACTTACCGAACCCAAAATCAAACCAATTGTCAGTCCAGCGATATTGTATGATTTAATACTGGTACTAAGGATTTCCAGATCTTTGAGTTTAGCCAAATTACCAATATTAATTTTTCGATGTCTCAATGCAATCCTTATCAAACCCCACATTGTCCATAAATTATTGAAAAACTGAATAACAAAACCTGAAAAAATAACTCTGGTCGTCAGATCGTCATACATGTCCAATAAATAAAGTGAAATAATAGTTGACACTACCAAAGTGGATCTGTAGAATGTCGCTTCAATGACCTTACTGTTTGTTTCAAAACAATCCATACTAAATTCAAACAAATTTTTTAGATCACGGAACTGATGGCAAACATAGTCAGCAGAATTTTCCACAAACGGTTGAACCATTTTTGATTTAATTGCAACACTCATTGTTGATTTGGCAAACATTTCCAGATCATTGTATCCATCACCAATAGTCATAGTTTGAATACCCGATTCTTCCAAAAATGATGTCAGCTGCATTTTATTTTCAGGCTTCATATTGTATCCAATAAAGTTATTTGCTTTTGGCAAGATTTGTCTGATGACATTTGCGTGTGGAGACAAATCATCGCCATTAATAATGACGGTGCGTCCATCAACTTTAGGAAAATTTGGGTTATTAAAATCGTGTTCGAAATAATCTCGATTTTTGATCAAGTTCAATTTTGATGCGATAGCCAAAGCCGTTATTTTTCTGTCACCTGTGCAGATACTCAATTTAATTCCTTGTGTTTGTAGAATTTCCACAGTATCAGCTGTACCATCTTGCAGAACATCAACAATTCCAATCAAACAACTAAACAACAAATCTTTTTCGAAAAATTCTGGTTTTGAATCTGGATCTGCAAGTTTAGCAATTTCTTCGTCAGAAAGAATTTTTTGTGCAAATGCCATAAGTCTGAGTTCAGGATAAGTCCTGTTCATAAGGTTTTCCAACAGTCTTAGTTTAGATTGGTCGCTCTCAATTAGAACACGGCAAATAGTTTCAACGGAACCTTTTGTATACATAACCACACTTCCATTGTTATCATAAACAACTGATGACATGCGTCTTTTGTGATCAAAATCAAACAGATCACCTGTTTCAATAATTTTGGCTTTGGTGGAATATTGAACTGATGTTGCAAACTGATCTAAAATTTCATCTTCAGCTGTTGCACAAACATCTTTTTTATTGATTGACATTGCCAAAACTTCAACAATGTTACTGGGTAAAATATAATTTGCATCAGAAACGCTCGCAATAAAACTTCCAGAATCTAGTCTGAAAGCAATTTTGTCCAAAGTCAATTCACCTTTGGTCAATGTTCCAGTTTTATCTGAAACAATATGCTGAATTTTCATAAGATCATCAACTTGTCCACTCGAATTAATTTTGACGGTTGGTTTGATTTTTAATTTGGATTCTAAATTTCTAAAACTGATCATAAACATTTTTACAGAAAAGGGCACCACACCATTGAACAAAATCCAGTGTTGAACAATGTAAAAAAAGACTTTGCTTGGTTCTCGCATCAAAAATGTTTTTACTGTGGATGCTGCCAAAATAAATGTGATCAAAATTTTGAAGCTAGTTTTTGTCATATGTGAACCAATTATATTATCCAATCTTGATTGCCGAACTGGCGTATTTGTTGGTTTTACCGCAAAAATTACTTCGCTTATCATTACCAAAACAATTACATTGTCACTTTTAACAATTGCGCCTTTTGGTAAAATATTCTTGGCTGTAAGATGATAATCGATGTTGTTATTATGCAAATTTTTTAACTCGCATCCAACTGAAGTTGTCTTCCAATCTAATTCGTAACTGTGAATATATTTCAAATTCGTTTCTCCATTCAACAATAAAAAACTTGCCTTGCAAATGTGGCCAGGTGCGCTTAAAACAAAACAATCTGCAGGAACAACATCATTAGCTTTCAAAACAAGAACATGACCAGATTTTATGTCAGAAGATTTGATTTCACTTTGATTGGCAACATTAAAATAAATTCTATTGTTTTCCTGTTTGTCAGATTTGTATGTTTGGTACCAACCCCATAATGCAATCAAAACTTCTAATGCGACGCATAACAACAATGGAACACTTGTACTGAAAGGTCCTGTTGGACTCCATGATCTGGGAAGGAATTTGAGTGTGGATAGTTGTAGCAAAGACAATATCAGGAAGTAAACGTTTTCCGCATTTTGAAAATATTTCCAAACAGTTACAATTGGCACAAACCATAATTTGTGGGTATTTCTATTTATTTTGTTTGTTGAATGTTGATTTAATGGATTTCCCAATGGTTGGTGTCGTTCCATTTCTTTCCTTATATTAGTATAATCATAAATTTGGTACTACGATTTACGAATGGCGGCTAATGGCAATGAGATAGCAAACCTTGGTTGGGTTTTAGATTTTCAACTTTTTTATGAAAGGGTCTTGGAGTTATTCAAACAAGATTTTGATGCCAGTACAAGGTGGGTGAATGTGGCTACATATATTGATCAGAATGTTGACTTTTTGAAAAATAAAGTTTATTATTCGGTCAAAAAGAATCCCGAGAGAAAAGCAATCGATATTAATTATATGGACTCCTTTTCTGTCATACAAAAAAGGATTCAAAGCGAATCAAGTGCTCTTGTTAAAGTTAGTTTAATTATTACTGCACTACATCATATTGTGTATTCATTACTAACTGATACTGCTGATACGGTCCTAAATGGAAAAGAACAAATGGCTGTTATTTCTAACCCGGACGTAAATTATTACATACATATTAATCCAAGAGAAGATCAAAATATATTGTATCATGCATACATTCTGGTGTTCGCATTAGAAAGTCTGTTTACTAGACACTTTTACATTGGAATTGATTATGAATACACCAGAAGAAAAATTGAACTTATGCAATTAAATTTTGAACATTATGTTGCACCTGAATCAATTATTTGGTTACTTAACCCAACTGATCTAACAGATATTCAAATGAATACGCACATTGACTTGATAATTTGTAATAAATACATCAATAAAATTTTGCACGGATCTTCAGCACTTGATTTGCCATATATGTATAACGAACTACTTGCAAATGATCATGTTAAAATTAAGCGTTTTACAAGATCCTTAATAGATACAATGTATTTCTGCGAGTTTTTCAAAAAAGGGAAAGGGTTTAACGATAAATGTTCTATTTATGATGAAGATCCTGAACGAAGTGCTATATTTTTTTTCAAGGTTATTAATGCAACCCAACAAGAAGCTTTAACTGATCTATTTGAAAGATTGCCAGCCCATGCTGAAGTTACATGGAATGTAAGAAAACTAGGCGAACCACAAAAATTGTACGCACTGTATGATGTACTTTTCCTAAAATACTTTTATTACAAAATTATTTCATCTGCTGCTCTCGAAGAGACGACAGAAATTGGTAGAAAAAATGTCGTTGTGCTTTACAAACATGTGGTCAACGAAACAGTGAGATTCGTTTTACTGGAGAGCACTGGCATCACGAATCTAACTGAACGTTGTAAGCAGGAAGTAGATCCAGTTAATAATTATTTTATTCGAAAACAAGGAAAACTTTTAAAACTGATCGACATTTTTAATATGGTTTCCGTTGATCTTGAAACAGTTAATCCAAAAGTTAAACTAAATGATCTACTAATTGTAAATCCTTTCAAAAATAAACTCACAATCCTTATCAAAAGAATTGTTTATGGGTTTATTTCGCAAAACAAATCATGCAAAGTTCAAGCAAGCTCAACTGTTTACTGGAACGAAACTCTGCCAAACGGCTTTATTTTGGCAGAATTAAAAAATATGCACTATGATTATCTGGCATCGATGTTTAAGGACTTGATGGTAACACTTGAAGCCAGAGTTAAAACTATTTGTTATCAATAGAAACAAACAATAATTTATTAAATTTAATCAGTTATTGTTTACGTTAATTGATTAAGTCTCCGAAAACCAAATCATAAGCCGATTTGTAGCTTGAGTTTTCCAATGGAGTCTCATATTTCTCGAACTCGACATGGAACTCTAACAAAACAGTTGGATCGTCTTTGATCGATTTCCATATGTGTTGCCTAGAATCAGCGACACTCTCCCACAGAATTCGACATTTGTCAACTTTCAGACAGGGTAACAATGTCTTTTTTGCAAGATGCTTTAGATCGTACCATAGCTGGATCAATTCATGGTTTTCCATGTAGTCAACTATGGCGACTTTCTGGTGCTCTTGCAACTTGAACCAGGTTGCAAGTTGGTTGACAGCACCAAGACTTTTGTAGAAGTCATAATGCTGATTTGATGGAATGAACCACCAGAAGTTGGAAGCCAATTCATCCGAAATCAACTGTGGCCAAAATTTCTTTTTTTGATCAAGAGAAAACTTTTCCCACAAATGAAAACAAGCTTGCGGGTTTTCGATTCGCATTTGGTTCCACAGCAAAATTTGATGAGGAGCACTTTGTTTGTCCCAGTTGATAACTCGGCCAATGGTTGTCATATTTTTCCACTCATCAATGGAAAAGTTCGCAGGAATCTCGTCGATTTTGTCAAACGCAAACCCAGACGGTTCAAAACCAGGTGGGAGGTCTGGAACTGATTCAGTTTCCTTTGGTTTGGGAATTTCAACAGGTTTTGGAGGTTCGACTACTTTTGGGGGACTTGGTGGCCTTTTAGTTTCAGGCTTTGACCTGCCAGAATTTCTGGCTCTGTAAGAACGCTTGTTTTGCGTGAATGTTTGATTTTTGCTTGACATTGTTATGCAAGTGCGGAATATTATAGTAATTTTTATAGAATTAGCAACAAATTTAGTTCAGCAATTTTTATTTTAATAGATTATCAAAATAAAAATTGTCGATTAGTAATTAGGCTACTCAACTAAAAGCCATAACTCTTCACTGGCTCGAGTTATGGCCGTTTCGTTGGTGACTAAAGTTACTCAACCAAAAGCCATAATTCTTCACTGGCTCGAGTTATGGCCGTATACAGTGCTTTTTGAATCTCTTTTGGAGTCTTATTTTCAAATAAGTCAACCATATCCACTATAACAGTTTTAAATGTGGAACCTTGGGATTTGTAAACAGTTATGCTGTATCCATAAGAAACATCAGCAAAAATATCGCAAATTTCAGTATGGAAGGCTTTCCATAAAATTGCAGTTAGTTTTTCTGATTTTGTTGTAGTGAAGAAATCTGTAATATGAGTCTCAACATTTGCGACAAAAGTTTTGTAAGCTTCAGTGCATTTACCATCTAAAACTCTGATAACATCATCGACGTTAACATTCTTGTTTTCAAAATCAGAGAAGATTCTACATGCAGATAGTTCATAGACAGTAAATTTGCAATCCATCGAAATTAATTTTTTTAGAGTTGTATTGAAAGATTTATCTTGAAGATTTTGTGGTTCGGCAATTAATAATTCTCCCCATGGACACAATGTCATGATGCTAATTTTAGTTGATGTGATTTTTATCATGTCCGATGTGTAAAATTTCACTCCAAGCGGACTTGCATGGAAATTATCAAAAATGACATAGTCACCTATTGCATATTCATTTTCAACAGATTTTTTATGCAAAAGTTGTCTCAAAGCCTTGGAGTAAGTATTTGCAGTCGCATTGTACCATGTCAAAATAACTGGAATTGTGCCTTCGGAAATTTTTTCAACGGTTTTCTTGAACCAAGTTGATTTAAGATAAGATTTATCACTTGCAACAGTTGATTGACGACCATCGAGCTCTTTTGGCACATCTCCTCTGCGCAATATTTTAAGTTTGTCAGTTTTTGTTTTGCGTCTTAATTCAACTAGCATTTCAATGAGTTGATCTGATCCATCCCATTCTCTGATGAGTTTCGAAACATTTTTGATATCAACGTTATTGGTGCGCATGATTTCATTCAATGTTACATTCCAATCAGAATCTACGCTTTTGAAAATTACACTCAGATCTTCTTTAACAGGTGGCAATTGCATTATGTCTCCAGAATATATGCACATCAATTGGTACATTTCAACGTGCTTTTTTAATGAAGTCGCCATATCACATGAAACCATTGAACTTTCGTCAACAATAATCAATTTGCGTTCCAACTTCTTAAGGAATCTAGATTCACTATTTGTTTTGAAACTTTTACTTCCATTTTCGTTGGAAATTATTGGTCTAAATTCCAATAACTTATGAATAGTTGTGAACATAATTTTTTTTTGAAATTCGTCAAAAAATGTCTTAGGTAAATTAGATTTGAAATAGGATGTCAAAACATTCAATGCTTTATGAGTTGGCGCGCAAATAAAAACTTGATCCATCAAATTTTTTTCCAAAACTAATTGTACGGCGTTCGTTAAAATAAACGTTTTGCCTGTTCCAGCATAACCAAATAAGTGGAAAAATGGTTTTGAACATTGTGAAGCAAACTTTATGATTAGTTCGACAGCTTTAACTTGATCCGATGTTTGAATTCGCAAAGGTTGGTTTTCCGCAGAATTTTCCTTTATTTTTGCAACATTTTTTGGTTTGGAAGCCATCTATTATGTTCACTAAAAGAACTAATTTTCTAAATACTAAGTTACATTTTTCAGGAATATTACGGGGTGCAATTTTTCCTAAAAAATTGCTTCACGTAAATTATTATTTAAAAACACACATATAGTTAGAAGTTAGGCTACCAAATGAAAGTCGCTGAACATATTATCCAAATAAATGATCCTGATAATGAAGGACTAAATTACGAACTCAACACAACATGGATTTTGTATTCATATCAAAAGCCTAAAACTGCTGAACAGGAAATTCCGACAAAGGAAGCCCTAACAGATGTGAAAAAAGCTTGGATGCCGAAAGCAATTATTAAATTTTCCACTATTGCTGGTTTTTGGTATACATTGACCCATGAATTCCATAAAATGCAACATAATGATCATTACATTCAATATACATTTATGCGTGAAGGATGTGAACCTCGATGGGAATCTTATCCTAAAGGTGGATATATTGCTTACGGTACAAGTGATAGAAATCCTGATGATAATTACGTTTTGCTTATCGAGTGTCTGATGGCACTAATTGGAGAACAAATTTGTGTAGAATCAACAAAGGGACTCGGAATTAAGGGTCTAACTGTTTGTGAAGAAAACTCATTTTTCCAATTACGTTTCTGGCTCGAGGATATTAATATTAGTTTTGAAAAAATTACTTTATCGGAAAGAATTTGTCAAAATTTTGATAACTTAGGTATTGATATCAACAAACCTTCTTACAAATATTTTACAATTTCAAGACGCAAGCAAAAATCAAATGAAGATCTAAACCCACGACAAAAAGCTCGCAATGAAAAGCCAGCTAACCGTAGGCGCAGATCATCTCACCCAACGCCAGTTGTGCAGATTGAAGGTGGTTTTTAAAAAATTAAATAATAAAACTTATGATTTAATTTGATAATTAATACCCAGGTTCCGCATTTTGTGATCTTACTTTGGAAATTTCGTCTGGATGAACTTTTCGAATAGCTTTCAAAAAGAGTTTGTCATCTGCACTTGAAGGCTTTTCAACTGCCTTTAACAAACATTTATTGAAATATGGAATACCTTTACAATCAACTTCACCTGAGATTTGCTCATCCCACAACCTTGCAGTCAGATCATTAATCGAAATAAAGTATGTTTGCAAAAAGGCGTCGAGCTTGTCACTTTCAATATATGATCTGTAAACCTGTGGCAGAAGTTTAATAATATCTGGTGTCATAGGACTTACATACATTAATTGCTCTAATGGATTAAAATATGTTTTAATATTTGGTACTTTAAATTCCACGAGTGAATCGTTAAGTTTTTTTAGTTGACCTTCATCAATTCCTTTCAAATAAATTAAAAAGTGTCTCATGAAAGGGGTTCGTTCATGTGGATAAAACCATGTATTCATATACGATTTATCATTGAAATAGTAATTAAAAACCCATAGGATGGCTTGCAAATAATCTTGCATTACGGGGAGGATCTCTGGATTTAAATCCGAAGATGAATTGTCAGCCATAGGTTTGGCACCAAAATATGTTTCATAATAAGCATCAATGCCACTCTCGCGTAAATCCAAAGGTTGTGCATTAAATTTAACATAATATTCGTCCAACATTTTCTCAAATTGATAAACCTCTCGGTCATAGTTATTGGCTTTCATTTCAGCTAGTTTGCTTTTGTGAATGGGATCATTTACACTATGTGACCACTTGTTCAAGCTCAGAGATACGCTTGGAAAATTTCCATGTTTTTTGTAAAATTTTATCAAAACTTTTATGAATTCAACATTTGTTAAGAGCGAAGTTGTAATCGGTTCCCCATCTTGCATAATATTTATGCTTTTCTTGAGTGAATCTAAAAATTCATTATTTCTAGCGTAAAGTTCAATTGTATCTTCATCAGGATTGCGTTTTAACATTTGTTGGAAATCTGCATAATCGCGCTTGAATTGTTGAACGATCGGAAACAAACTTCGTTCTGTGATTACCTTATTGGGAAATGCATTCTTGATTCTACCAATGTGCATATATTCACCATAAAGTTTATTGTATTTGACAAAATCATTTTCTTCTGGTAACACATTCTCGATGAGTTTTCTGAGAAATTCCAAATCAAGAATTTTGGTTTTGCCATTTGGTTTAACCAGATATCTTTTTGCTTTGAAGAATGCCAGCGTTTTAACATAGGCATCAATAATGCTTTGAAAACCTTTTTTGACATCCAATGTCTCAATTTTTGGAACAAAATCATTTCCAAATAAAGTTGATGTTTGAACAATATCTTCATTAATTCGAGTTGTGTCAACATTATCAATTTTACTTTCAGTTTTAACATAAACAGCAATGTTCTCTTTCATGGCTTTGATGTCAATTAGATCATAAATAACCCTCTTTTCTTTTCTTGATGTTTCTTGATTATGTCTCAACATATGAACATTATTCATTGGAAGTAGGATACACAACAAAATCATATCTGCATCTGGACTGTAAACCATGACCTTGGTATTTGAATCAAAATATTTTTCAGCATAATTAACAATTTTCTTTTCACCTTCACCTACTTCGTACATATCTGAAATAACCATTTTGGTTTTAGGAGATTTTAGGAATTGTTGAATATTTTTGGATTTGAGATGAGCAACCATTTTGTGCATAAATGCTGTTCCTGGCGTAATTTTATTTCTGGACCATTTAATTGGGTATCTAGCCAAAAGATAAGTCGCATTTGATAGTTCTCGTAGATATTTTAAATATGTTTCCATAATCCTATGCTTATAAGATTCAGTAATTGCACCCAAATAGCGACGCTGTTTTTGTTCAACCATCTTAGCTTTTGATGGAACACCATCGATCGCCAAATAAATTACTTTAACGTCAGGTGTCGTGTACGTTTTAATAATATCCTTGAGAGTTTTCACCACTCTTAAGATGACCTGCTTATCCATAAATTTTGCATCAAAGTGCTTATGAAATTGTTGTAGGACGGCGCCAATTTCAGGCTTGGTATGACCTTTGGTTGAGGAATAAATATCAGCAAACTTCAATTGTTTGAGTTGTTTACGAGTTTCTTGGTCAACTGCATGGTTATCCTCAATCGCATGCAGAACTTTTGACATCAAAGAATTTATCTCTGATATTACCGCCTGACTTGATGTGTGTATTATTGAATTAAAATCTATTAAAAAACAATCCACATTCACATTGTCTTTAAAATCGATTTTGATCGCAGACTTTGTGAGAAGATTTTGTAACAGAGTTGCAAAAAGTTGTAAAACACCCATCTTTATTACTTAATGGGAAGTAATTAGGACTTATATCTAAGATGGTAATTTGTCTGCAATATTTCTAATAAAAATTAAATTGTTATTGGAAATAAAAATAAATATTACGTTGGATAACTAAATACTGCTTTGTAATGAAGCTTTTTAAATAAATATTACAAATTCTGGAAACTAAGATACTAATGGTGTCTGTGATCTCATGTTATGATCAAATGGATGCCTCCTGTTCGCGCACGTGATAGATGCGGACCTTGGTGGGAGTTCTCCAGTGCGCAGGTCTGATTTCGAAACTATTGGTTCAGTTGCAGCCGAAAAATCAGAATCGCTATCATCAAAAAGAGGATCCGGAAAATATTTCTGTTTTGCACAAAATGGGAAAACATTGCATTCAACACCAACAACAATAGAAGGCACACTCACACTTTCATCATTGGTTGGACAATCCACATCCATTGAAAATTCTTCTTCAACTGTAACTGATTCAGACCCTGAAATTTCAACAGTTTCTGTGCATTTTTCACAAATGTTAATCACAGGGGAGCATCCGAGAAATTGTTGGGTGGTCTCGTAATTACTCGATCCCTCTAAAACCGATAGAATCAGTTTTTCCGGGGTCTCATTTATTTGCATAGGATGTTCTGGAAGGATATGGTCACATGTGCTTTCTTCAGTGGTATCCATGTCAACTTCGGTTTCGCTCTGGAAAATATCAAAGCTTCTTGTTCCAATGACAGTCGGAGCAGATGATATGAACTTTGGTTTTACGTTTCGCATTTGTGCAACACGAGGGTTCTCTGCAGGTTGAACAGTGGGCACAATATACTTATGTCGAGGAAACCACTTGATGGCAAATATTTCATGCGTAGCTGCATCGACATTGAAAAGAAAAGAATTCCATAATTCTCTTCCAAATGAATTTGAGACACTCCAATAGGCCTTCAAACAATGATGCATGATGTGAGCAAGAATAATCGGAACAATAGTCTCATGAATGAAAATATTGTCTGAAATAATGTGGAATGGTTTTGAAGGTTTGGCAAAATTTGGATGCATGCAATTCTTTTCAATAAAATCAATGCATGATTTCCTGCTGTAAAGAAAAGTCAAATCTGTTGGATGCAAAACTCCATCGTACGGAGTAAGTCTTTTTGTGTAACATCCTTCAAACATTCCATATCTGGGTTGGTTTCCTGTGTAAAAACCATCCAAACCCAATCGCGTTTCAGGATTCAGTGGGAAAACGTTCAAGATTGAATGAGGATCTTCGTCATCGTCCAATCCATCCATCAGTTTGTAATAAATGTGTTCTCTATCGTCAACCACGACACATTGACTATGAATCTTATTCACGTAATATAGAAAATATGTAAAATGCTGCCACATTTGTTCCATGGTCATAGTAGGCATCGAGCAATAGCTGGCCGATGTTGTCTCTTAAAAATTCAATAGGATTAATTATACTGTTTCAGGCTCAAACTGAAAGTACTTAAAATAATTTATAGAGATCAATAGTCAGTTCCAGATTGCAATTTTTCGGCACAAGTTTGAAATGAATGACAAATCATTTATTTCAAATCGGCATTGATTTTAGCTAAAATCAATTCCCTGAATAACACTGCACTAAAGTCCAAAAACTTTGCTTTAATAACATTAAATCGTGCACAAATATTTATGTAATTTTCATAGATGCTTTTAACATTGTCTAGCGTATGAATGAATGCATGCATTTTTGTAATGAAACCATGAAGTAGTGTTATGTTGATATCCACACAAATGTTTTGGCGAATATCTTCTCTGATCTTATTGATATGGCGTTCAGTTTCGCTATACATATGATCCATTAGATCAACAACTGCATCCTTAGAATCGCCACTCAGGTATCTGGTTAGAGATTGAGCATATCTATCATCAGCTCTAAAATAAATTCCATCAGCTATTTGTAATTTTTTGCCACGTTGCAAATTCGTAACAACTTCAAAATTTGCATTCAATACATCAATTGTTAGAGGTTTGAATTTGCAATCGGTAGAACTATCGGGTTCAACATCTTCGGTAGCCGTTATACATGGCACTTGCAATTCCATTGGTTTATCTTTTTCGGTTGTTAATATTGTGTCACAATTTCTAATATCAAACTCTTTGGTTGCATCTTGAGTTGCAAGTTCTGATTTGATGTCCATTATTTTAGAATTTACTACAAGTATATCAGATTTTGTACAAACTGTTTTACTTTTCGGTTGAATTTCAGCATTATTTCCTGTTTGCAAGGCAAAAGGAGTTTCACTTACTTTGGTAATTGTTTTCTTTTTTTTCGTTACACTTGTTACTTTAACACCAGCGAACTGATTTTGGTCAATGTTTAAATTTGTTTGCCTATCAAGATCATTTTCAATAATTTTTAATTCCAATTGTTCTAAATTCATTGGTGGTAGAGTTCCTGACGGTGTTATGAATTTTGGTCTGGGAGAAGCTGGACATTCAGTCATTATGCTCGATCTTGCCAAAGGAACTACTTTAACATGATAAATTTTATAGAGATTTAATATAATATACGCACATGTCATGCCGATTGTAACATATATTATTTTAGGTATATTGCTGATAATCTACGTCACAAAAGCCAACATGTACAGTTTTGGTACAGATTGGTTGGATTATCCAGCTAGAGCACTTTACCATGCAAGTTGGACACATTTGTTAGCAAACGGTCTTAGTTTCTTAGGTTTGTCATTCTTGGAAAATTACATGGGATCTGGTAAGTATTTCTTAGCAATTTTGTTTATTTGGATCGTTTCCAGTTTTATTTTGTGGTTTATCCAAAAAATATTCCCAAGTCGAAAACGTTTAACTGTTGGATTTTCTGGAGTCATTTTTGGTTTAGTCGTTGTTTATATTGTTACAATGGCAAAGAGTGTCGGATTATCACTTTTTGGATTAGCACTATCAATTATTCCACAATTATTCATTCCAGGTATAAGTTTCGAAGGACACCTATCCGGAATTATTGCTGGCATTATTTACGTATTAATTTTCCCACCAAAAAGAATCAGTTCGGATGCCATGAAAGCGTTGACATCAAGTTCCCCATTTAGTATGTTTGGTGTTTAATATTTTTGCAAATTTTTGCAAAAATATTAAATGCTAATTACACTTTCATCAGAGTCACTTCCCATGGTTTCATCTGCATCGATGTCTGTCAAAGTAATCATTTCAGCGACTTTGCTGACTTCTTCTTGGAAATCTTCTCCATAAGGATTTTTTTCATTAAACTCTTCTTCGTCAACATCTCCATCAGGATCTTCTTGGTCAGAATTAATATTAACAATATCATCTTCATCAATTTGCAAAGGCAGATCATCAAATTCCAAATGCGTTCTGAATGAAACATGTCTGATAGATCCAGCAAACAAACCAAGTTTCATGAGTTGCGCATACTCACTGTCGTCTGACGCAATGTATCTGTCATTAACAAATAGCCTGTATTCATATTGAGTGTCTCCAGAACTTTCAGTCAAAACTATCTGAAACATAATAAATAAACAATTATTGCATTTCCTTTGGATGAAGTTCATGAGGTTGGGTCTAATGTAGTCATCACAATAGGCTTCATTAATTTTCAATAAAGCACATCGACCGACAATAACTTTAAATTTGATATATTTTTGCATGCGATTGTTAATCACATCAATGATATCAAATGTTGCGACCTTTTGAAAATCCATGGGATAAATAACATCATTGCCAGAATATTCCATTTCAGCTTCATATCTAGATCCACTACCTTGATATTTTTCAGTGATTGCACTGACATCAATGGTTGCTGAATACAATTTATAAAAAGTTTTTCCAGTTAATTCGTCATAATACCAACAAGCCAAACAATCCATTTGGGGAAACATAAGTTCAGTTTCTTCCAACAAAAATGGATTGATATTTTTTGTGTTAATGTATACAATAAACAAAGTATTGTTAGAAATGCTATGTAAATAATATTTGGCGTGAACTTCAGATAAATTTTGAGCTTCGGCAACAAGCTCTGAAATTAATTTAATACTTACTGTTTGGGTTGGTGGTTCGATTTCAAATGGCCATTTTGTGATATCGTAAGGAAAAGTTCTCATGTACACACAGGTATCAACATCCAAATTAACAATTTTATCTAAAAATGCAGGCAGCGGAACTTTTGCGCAAAAATGTTTCCAAGCAATCTCAATATCTGTCACATCGTTATCCATATCTTCGTTCAAAACTAATTCAACATTTTCATATGAGAATGCTATACGAGTCCACATTCTAATCAAATTTCTATGACAACCAACAATTGTAACTTTAGATGCAATTGTATGTAAGTCGTATGGATATTTGTAATTAAATTCACAAACGTAAACAGTTTTTCCTCGGACCGATTCAAAATCATAATTTTCTTGTGGAATTATGAACTCGGCATTTAAACCTGATAAATTGATAATATGTGCCAAACATTTGCTATTTAAACCTGACCCATAAAAAACAATTGGGATTTGGTGGTTGGGAACATTGTCATCCATTTAATAATTTTAAATAATACTAAATATGCATCATAAACTTAAGTAACATTTTGGCTGGCAATTTTTATTTTGGTTCAAATTAATTATTTTTAATGGTAATTGAAAATAATTAACACAGCAAATCCAAAGCCTCACACATTTCTTTGTAAGTTTTTTGGAAATGTTCTTTGTGGACTTTAACATAATTGTATTTAGTTTCTAAAGTTTCAGGATCATATATTGATTTGATGTAAGAAGCTTTTAGTTTGAAATGTGCTTCTATTGTGGATTCAAAACCTTTTGGCGGACATTTAATTTGTTCTGTGATTGCAAATTTCATTGTGTTTGCAATTAGTGATGCACTGTAATCCAAGCTTCCTTGTTGGATTTCTGAAGTCATATCAGGAATGTGTGCATAACTATTCAAATACGGTTCAGAATTCATCACCAGTGATTGTATAGATAAAATAATTTGCATCATATTCGATGTTCCAGGTATCCACGACTCACTTTTATCAGCAGCCAAAGTTCCAAGTAATGATAAACAAACCAATCCATGTGAAAACAAATTTGGATTAAAGTTAACTGTATTTCCACCTGTTGTCAGAATCTTAACCAAAGGATTTGTTGTTGGATAGTTACTCGGACAATTCATACTAAATAAGAAACATCCTGAATCGTAAGGAGTTCCTTCTGTTCCGCAAATAATGAATTCCATCTGCGTAATATCGTCTTCATAATTTTTAAAAAATACACTCGACGACCAATATAAATTTAATCTATTGCTTGTGCCTTGCATTTCAGCAAGTTCTGCAATAATACGTTTAATGCATTGTGGTGTTGGAGTTGCTGAAGTTGTTTTTTTCCCTTTAGTTTTTGGGGGTTTGTCTGGAACTGTTACAAATTGCAGTGGTTTCAAAGTTTCAACGTAAATTTGCTCGATATTTCCCCCAAGATCTCTTTGAGGTCCACAAAGAACGTCGGTTGTGATTTTGCTACATTTTTCCAATCTGTGATAAAACCTAACAAATCTTTCTATTGATGCAATTGTTTTTGCGTTGACTGAATTTAAAGCCGACTTTTTGTTGAGGTCTAAATAAATTTGGCAATCTTCATATGTTGGCTTGAGTAATTGGTATATAGCACCGAAAACATTTAGATATTTATTTGGGAAGATTCTCATACAGTTTACAAACAAATCAAACTTTTCCAAATTTTCTAACATAACTCTTAGTAATGTGTCACTAAAATAAGTTCTAATATTTGTAACGAAAGGAGAATTTTCAAGGAGAGCAATAAGCTTCGCATTCATTTCATTAGAATTACCGATCAAAATTTTGCTGATTTGTAAAAGTATTTTTTCCATCAGAGAATTTATGATCTGAGCACGTTGTTGATTTATTCTGAGACTAGATGCAACATCCCATTTAGATGCTCCTTTGGTGCCACCATACCCCAAACCTTTGGCCCAAATTGACTTTTGGCTTGAAGTTTTAGTTTGAGATTTGCGTTCAGTTGGAGTTTCATATAATGCCAAATCAAGCAACAAACCATGAAGGTCGTAGAGTTTTGCATTAGGATGTATATCCGTAACTTTGATTTCAAGATCAGCAATTTCTTGCAAAATCTGTTTCAAACTTGATGTTGGTCCCCACGATTTTAAACATGGTAGTGTAGCAAATGCAGTACGTGTCTGATAATCTACAACTGGTTCTACAATTCTAACTTTTGGTGGGAAGAATGGATATAACCTGGCATCTAAATGAAAGTTAACAACAATACTTTCCATTTCTATTTTGCTATTGAAATATTCAGGTTTGAATCTTACGTTCCAATTATACAAATTGCCTTTCACAAATTCCAATTCATAAAAATCAGTTTGGAGAACCTTAATTTCATTAGCAATAACTCTCACTAAAGATGCTTCACTAAACGTGCGTTTTTGATCAGAAATTCCAATAGCTTCTTTTGTTTTTTGCTTGTCAGCAAGAGTTGCAGCTATTAGAATATCAATATCAATATCATCCAAATTTTTCACCAAATGTTTCATATCATAGTATATACCAACATCATCTTCAGCGCAATTAAACAAAATTTCGTTTGGATTGCGTTTGGTTACAATTTTAGATATGTTAATTTGTTCGCTTAAATCAAAGTCTGAACTAAAATCCGAATTGCAAACTGAGTCAATCTCAGGTCGCAATACGTTATTTTCTGTTGTTCTTTTAGAACAATCAGAAAATTCCGAACTCGAATCAGTTAAATCAGATCCTCCTCCTGGATTACTCCTATAGCTGCTACTAGTATCGCTTTCAATGTCTTCATTATTCCCCCCGGGATCGAGAAGATTTTCTTGGCTCCGAAACGAACGGGATTGAATTCCAACACCGGACTCAAAGTTAGAAATGGTTTCACCCATTTCCTCCAAGGGTCTCACATCGGAATTCAATCCCTCAATTTTGTTTTGGGTAGGATTTTCAGAGATTTCCGGTTCAGGCGCTTCTGAAATTTCTGTTACAAGTTCATCCATAATTTCAGAAGAAACATTATGAGAGTTAACTTCCGGAACCACTTCCACAACCTCTTCAGTTTTAGTTTCAGGAACAACTTCTTCAATTTTAGTTTCAGGAATAACTTCTTCAGTTTTAGTTTCAGGAACAACTTCTTCAGTTTTAGTTTCAGGAACAATCTCTTCAATTTTGTCTTCAACAATCACTGGAATAGGAACTTCACCAGGAAGGTTCGCAACATCATCAGCTTCATCAACAATTGTTGCGACGAGATCTTTTTCGTTTTTCTGGACAGTCGTCAGACTATCGGTCGAAGATAAGACAACATCATGGTCAAGAATTTCTTTGATCAGAGATTCTTGTTCAGTATTTGTTGGCGTTCTGGACCCTTTTTTAACATAAAATGTTTGAGATTTAGTAGATGAGCTACTTTTGTCGCTCTTTGTTTCGAAATCAATTTCATCATCCCAATCACTTTGTTCAGTATCATTGACGACAATAATAACTTTATCTTTGGGACTAGATGATGTAGCTGTCGTAATAACTTTTGCTGGTGTCGGGGCAGGTGCTGGTGTGTTTTTTCTGATCAAAAGTTTTACCAAGTTTTCCATCAGTGTACTCAATCTGAATTTGCTATTGACAATATTTTTGCTGACAGTGTTAAAAATTTCATGATGGACAATATTTTGACTTATTTCTTGAACTTGGAATGTACCAATATCATAATAATGTTCTTTAGGATAGTTAGTTGTGATCACAATTTGTCTCGTATGACCAGCAAAAACCAAACTCAAAACAAGACCATCGTCGTTTTCCATCAAAAATTTGATCTGAAAAATGTTACCAGAAGGACTAGTCTTTAAACTATTAAGCCAACGGATCATTTGGGCTTTTGGGGTGACATTTTTAAGATCAGATGCCATTGCGAAGTTTTACAAGCAATAATATTTTTGATAAAAATATTGTAAAAAGTGATTTTATGGATGCAATTTTTATTTCAATGAACTTGTTCATTGGAATAAAAAGGATAATTCGATAAAAGTTCTTTTGTTGGATTTCAATTTTTATTTCAATGAACTTGTTCGTTGGAATAAAAAGGATAATTGACAAAATGATTTTCTAAACATAAATCATTTGGATTGCTAAAGATAAAGGTTTCAATGTGGATTTTAGCAACATAATTTTCTTAGGTTTAGCTTTGGCTATCATAATTTTTCTTCGCATATATGGTAAAACGTGTTTAGTTGTATTCACTCGTGCAGTTTCATATACGCCGTTGAATACCATTTTTATAAATTTATATTGTTCTCTCAAAGTGAGATATTCCAACAAATAAAAGTGTACTCTAAGATTCAATCCAGCTATGCTTTCCCAAAGTGCTTCAAATCTTTCACTTCGAGGATTACATCCTTTGGAAATCAAATAAATCATGAGTGTTAGTCGACCATTTCTTGCACAATGTCTCATAATGAGATCATTGTGTTTTCTCGGGTGCCATCCAAACCTTCTCAAAATCATATCAAGACGAGATATATTATTAGTGTTAACACATTTGATAATTTCATCCCAAGCTATTTCTTCTTCAGTTACTTCTCGCATGTACATTTTGTAAACAGCCTATTCTTATTAAATTTATTGTTAAATAAAACTGTTCAGGTTGTCAATTTTTGTAGGGTTTAAATAAATTTAAGATACCTAATACTAAGAATGGAACAATTGGATCAAGATTTAATTAATGATATACTCAATTCCGATTCTGAAGAAGATACGAATTTTGACAACGCTTTCGAAAGGATCGAATCACTACGAGACACCGAAAGAACTGTTAGTTCTGAAGGGATCGAGTCACTGCGAGACACCGGAAGCATGCTTGCTGTAGGGATCGAGTTACCACAAAACATTCAACCAGAAAAAATTATGTTGAATATTGGCGGACAAATGTTTAATCTAAGAGTTGACCAACTGCACTTATTTAAAATTACTTATGACAAACACAAATCTGATACACCATTTATCGATCGGGATCCTAAATATTTTATTAAAGTTATTGATACAATTAGTAAGTATGGTATTGATCAAATATCAGCTGGGGTTGAAACGTATGGTGCACAATTCACTAATGAACTATGCAAATACGGTTTTCTTGACGTTGATTTTAAACCAAAACCAAAAATTGTATTAACAAAAAATGTTTCATTTGCAGATTCAAATGAAACTCGCAAAATAGTAATAGCGCAATCACCAAATGGGTCAGATAAAAAGATTTTTCAAACGCTAAAATCCACCTTGGCGAAAAGTGATTACTTCGAAGAATTACTTGACCAATCAGATATTGTTTTACCATCGGCATCAGTGACGGCTGATAGTTTTAGATATGTTTTACATTTGTTACGCGATGGTGAATTATTTTATTTAACACCAGAAATTTTGACAGCCATTGAATTTTTAAAAATTGATTACAAATTATCTATTCCACAAAAAATACATGAAACATTTGTTGTCGTGCCGGAAATTTTACAATTAGAACATGCAAGTCTGATAGAAACTATTGATCTGGAAATGTGTCAGACAATTTTCACTAAAAGTTTATTAAATTTTGGTCAGGAGTTAACATTTGATTTAGATTCTATGGCAAATTGCTTGATCACAGATATTGTTGTGTGCATGGATTTGCCTGTTTTAAAGATATCCGATCCCATGGAATATGTGGACAACATGCCTTACATTTTGATTGAAAGTATTAAATTATTGGTCAATGGTAAACCCCATAATCAAATTTTGGGAAATTATCTGTTTTACGAAAAGTTAATGTCAAATTCACAACAAAACATTTGTGATAAATACAAAATTTTGCATATGGGGAAACTTTTAGATGTGAATAGAATATTTGCACCCACGCATATAATTTCCACACCAATTGACAATCGCAATTTAAAATTAAATGTGAAATTGGCCGCTGTTGAAAAATTTGTTAAAAATTGCAACGCAAACACAAAATTGATATCACTGTTAAACATATTCCTGATCGTAAAAATTAAATATCAACCAGGCTTATCTATTTCAAAATTAAAACCTTTCCACAGAGTTCACTTGATTGTGAAAGAAATTTCTTCTGCTGAAGAATATTTTAATACATGTAATATCGAACTCGGGTCACACCAATTCGTAAACATAGTGGATTTTTATTTCAGTTTGCATTCAAAAGAATCAACAACAAATGGCATGTTTGATTTTTATCGCAATGAATTAATTGAATTCAAAATTTTATCACACGGACAAATAATATGTCAAACAGATACGATCTCAAACAAGTATTTTTATAAACACAAATCGATCCCAAATGGTATTTATTATCAATACTTTTGCCCACAGGGGATACCTGCAAAAACTCTTGATTTGCAATTAGATATTTACACAAAGAAAATTGAGGGTTATGTATTATGTTATGTAAGAGAAGCAATTTAATATTTGTTCAAACAAATATTAAATCGTACCATTGGTCAGCAAAAATCCTCCTGTCTCAGAAATTTCTCTAAGCAAATCTTGGAATTCTTGTTTAACAGCATTAACATCAACATCACCATCCAATTTAGCAGCTTGCCTGAAATGTTCGAGAATTTTCTGAGCAAAAGCTTGGTTTTCCAAATTCAAGATCGAATTCATAACTAAAATAAATTTCATTGCGTTACCAGTTTTTGTGTAAGATGCCGGAATGTAGGCCATATTTTTTGTAGCAGCAAAGTTTTTGTAATCACTGAGAAGGATGTCGTCTTTGAGATAGGTCCGCACAAATGCGGTATCGGCATTTCCTGTGAGAATTGCGTTTGATAGATTCACCAAATCTTGCAATTGGTGCGTACCATTGGTCTTATCATAAATTCCTACTAGTAATAAGTATCTCTTGACACGTTTTTGATATTTGCTTTGTGTCCAAGGATACAAGCTATCTCTAAATAAAATTCTGTCCAAATCATCAATAAAGAACTCATAAGACCAGGATTTAACATCTAAATCGGGAATTTTATAAGAAAAATCTGGGATACTGGATGCAATTGGGATATTTATCACTTTAACAGGGCCATGATCATAATCCGTTGAGAAAATACTGCTAATTGATACATCAATAAACTCGGATGGGATATTAAATCTTGGTTGTAAAACTGAATTCATCATAACCATATTTTCAGCAATTAAGTTGAACTTTATTCTAAACAGATCAAAATCAATATTTACTGTTGTTCTATTTCCAGCTGCAATTGAAAAGTTACCGCTGATGTAATGCACATTTATGTCTTCTTGTTGAGTTCCCAAATCTAAATCAAGTTCTGTTTGAGTTTCGCTTGATATTGTTTGCACAACACCCGGATCTGTTCTTAATGCATCATTATAAACAATAAAATCTTCCCTGCCGGCAATTTTAACCGATCCTTGTCCTTTTGTAACTGTGTAAGCATTGTATGCTTTAGGATCCATAAGCTCAGTTTCACTGGGAGGATTTTTACTTGATGTTGCATAATAGGTGTCATCTAGCAATTGAAGACCATTATAAATTTCTGTAATTAAGTTTTGGATCGAAATTTTAGTGTAAAAGTTTGCCTTGATCAACAATTGGAAATTGTATTCAATGGTATCTTCAATAAGTTTAGCATATTCTTGTTCGTGATTACCAATAGTCCCAATCAAATATTTGTAATAGGGATATATTCTTGCAGCATGGTACTTCGATTTAGCATGTGCTGCAACGTAAAAATTTCTCAATGATGGTTTTAATTGGTTTATCAATGATAAATTTTTGTTAATATTCGTAATAACATCTGATGCATCTGGATTAAATTTAGTCCACAAATTTGGATTATCTGGCGTGAATGCAATATCAGCACCTTTAGTAAATTTGATCAAAAGCCACCCAGCATCATTTTTAATTTTGCGTAATTGTTTTTGTTCTCCAACATATTTGCTTAGATCTAATGATTGATCAAAAAATGGTTTATCAATTAAAACTTTAATTGACATTAATAATTTATCAAAAGTTTCATCCATAGATCGATCTCTGAAGTTTGATAAATTCAATCTGGTTGGATCATCACCAACAGGTTGATCACGTTGTACTGCTGCAAGGTAAATGTTAAAATTTGATTTTGTTTCGATCAGAAAATTAGAAATAATTTCATAGACTTGACTTTTCAAAATGTTAAATCTTTTGTCGGATTTAGTGTGAATATCAACAGTGAAATCAAAATCAGATTTCTTGAAGAAAGGTTGAAATTCTGTTTTTACAACAGGATTCGTAACTAATTTATTAAAATGGTAATTCATAACATTGCCACCCTTAAAGTAAACAGCAATTTCTTCATCGGAATCAATTTTGGCATAGAGTGGTTTTACCCCGAGAACTAATAATTTCATATTTGTTTCATAAGCCAATTTGAAATCCAATGTGTTAACATAGTTCAAAAATAGATAATAGTTAGCATCAGAAGCAAAAATAGTTTTGATGTAAGAATCAGTCGAAATATCAACAATAGTTCGTTTTGGATGCAATGTTGCTAGATTTTGATCATTAACTGGAACATCAGATACATTTTTTGTTAAAAAACTTGTGCTTCGAGTGAATTGACTCATTATATTGTTAATTATTAACAACATAATTCATTCACAAACGCAAGATATCGAGGAAGTTGTTTCAACTTATGACGACAGCGAATCTACAACTTGTTTTAGATTTGATCTAAATTCAGCATAAGTTTTAGGAATAGTTTCTGGATCCAAATCGTTTGCTAACCAGTTATAGGAAATTTGGAACTTTTGCAAAAGTTCCGGACTTATTTTACCTCCAGTTGCATCCATTATTGTCACAAATTTTACTGGCAGTGCGATGTGTGGATTTTTCTCCAAATAAGTTGGATCAATTGTTACCAAATCATAGAAGCTCATTGTTGGATTTTGATCAAAGAAATCTTGACTTAGATGAAGCTTGTATGCAAATGGTTTTGTTCCGGGATTTGCCAATACCTCTCTCAGATTGTTGATCTGCGATTTGTGCTCGCTGGCGTTCTCAGAAACCCTCTCATAGGGTTTGTGCTCACTGGCGTTCTCAGAAATCTGCGATTTGTCTATTAAAAATAACATTTGAACAAGTGGTGTAGCCAATGTGCAGTTTGCGCTAGATGATTTGCATTTTGAATCACCTGCCATATTAATCCAAGGTAAATAATGATCCGAATCGAATATCTGTTTTGCTAACAAATATTCCATTGATAGTTTCGAATCAGTTTTCAGAATTGATCCAGTCATTAGCTTATCAGCATCTGATAAATTAGAATTTTGCCAGCTGGATATGGGAGTTGCGATTATTTGTGAATTCATAACAATTCCATAATCAGTTGCGCTGTATCGAGGTACTTCAATTGAAATCAACTTAATACTCATATCCAAACCTCTAAACTCCTTGTTAAAGCCAACTAATGTTCCATTTAGTATGTTTGACAAAACTAATTCTACATAATCAGAATCGCGCTGGAATTTACCTGAACGCGTTACTTCAGCATTAGTTTGATCGACAATGACATAATGATGCTTTGGCTGAGTTCCAAAAGTAGTTTTATTTTTATCGAAAGTTTCAGCATCCGTATAAACATATTGATTCAACGTTTCAACTGAAACAAAATTGTAATCTGATGGTAATTTTAGTGTTGAATAAACTGGTTGTTCAGAATCTGCTTCGCCAACTTTGACATTAAATGTTTTACCAGAAGCAAATGCAGCTATTTGATCAACAACTCCTCTATTGAAATTTACTTTATTATTGCCAGCATAAATTTCATTTTGACTTAGATTCAATAAAACTGCATTCAATTTGGATTTTATGTCCGATATGAAATCATCACAAGTTTTAATGCTAGATGCTTCAATTTTCGTCACACTATTACTAAAGTAATAAATATATGGGCTTAGCATTAGAGTGACTGGATTTTTAGCAAGATTTGTTGTTAATGTTCCAATATTTCCGGCCAATGTAGCATTTGTGTTTCTAAATGCTTCTCCCTTTGCTAAAACTGTTTTAGCTGATCTTGTGGATAAAATATCATTGACATAATTAAAACCAGGTTTTGCCATAGTTTTTTTGATGTCGGATAACAATTGGTTATTGTAATCAACATTTAAATCTAAATTAGATTTTGTAGCGTTCGATGCAAAGATCGTTGACATAAATCCAGAATTTGTACCCTGAAGATAAATTGCTTCCAAACCATTTGCCACCAACTGCAAAAATTCGGTTGCACTTTCAATTGCATAAGCAGATAAAATTTCATAACGATTGGATTCATTTGTTTTCAAGTTTAATCTGTAGGTTAATTCATCTTCTTTGAAAAACTCATCGTATGTTTCCTTAAATGATTTGCTTGCTTGTGTTTTTGCCAGATAATCCACAACAGTGGACCCTGTTAAAACCAAACTTATTTTTTCATCACCGATTAAAGGTAAGTGGCCATTTGAAATCAATTTGATATTTGTTTTCAAATAAATCCAACTTTCCATTAAGGATGCAATGTAGAAGAAATCTCTGGTGATCACATCTGCTGATAAAACTTTTTGTGCAAAAACTTGGGTTGGTATTTGAGTCAAATTGCGGACTTCTTTGTCGTAAACATAAGTAATTTTAGATCGTGGATGGTGAATTCTCTCTTTCACCACTGGTATCTGAAGTTTTAGTGCCATCTTAATTATATTGGCGATTTAATTCAATTTCGATTTAACTATTAAGCATGCAAAATAATTAAATTTTAGAAATTACATACTAATGGACATAATCGAAAATAAATATAGAATAGAAAGGTTACTGGCAAAGGGTGGCTTTGCTGAAGTTTTTTTGGCAACGGACATCATCAATGCTCGCTCGGTTGCAATAAAGAGAATTGTTGTGTCTTCGACTGAAGATGGCAGTATGTCCAGAGTCGAACTAGAAATTGACGCTATGTCAAAATTACGACATCCAAATATTATAGGTTACCATGAAACAATTAAACACGCAGATTATTGGTACATTGTTATGGAATATTGTGAATGTGGAACTTTGTCTGACGTTGTGACATATTTGGAAAATGAAACTAGAAAACAAAATATTAATTTTAATCGGGAGGCTCATGTTTATTATTACATGAACCAAATAAAAGAAGGGCTTAGATATATTCAATTGAATAATTACGTTCACCGAGACATCAAATGTGCAAATATCCTAATTCAATCATCAGATAAATCTGATATCGAATTCCCTGAACCCAATTACGACTTGAATCGCAAGCTTATTGTTAAAATTGCTGATTTTGGTTTGACCAAATCTACAACGTTATCTGCTACACCAGATCTTCTATCGACAATGTGTGGAAGTCCTTTAACAATGGCACCTGAAATGATAGCAGGCAGAGGATATACGTCAAAAGCAGATTTATGGTCCATTGGTGTAGTTATGTATCAACTTATGTTTTCATTGTACCCAACACATGGAGAAACATGTCAGGACTTGTTTAAAAATATTGTCGATACTGATAAAACTATCAATTTTCATCTTTACAAGGATTTTGAAGCCGAATGTTTTGGTTTGGTTTCGGGTTTGCTCAACAAAATTCCTGATCGAAGATTAAGTTGGGATGATTTTTTTTCGCACAAATGGTTCAAAAAGTGGTCTAAGCGAGACTTAAGTTCAGTTTTGCCATCAACAAGGTCAAAATTTGATTCTAGTAATCCTATCAATATTGCTTCAAATACTAATTTATCAGCCACGACCGCATTAGCACTCCATTCAGCTTTTAACATGTCGGGGTCAACATCAAAGTCATCCGAATATTCAGATTCTGGTACAAGTCGTGATTCCGACTCATCCACACGATCTGGCAGTTTTGGAGAAAGTAACCTGTCTAAAATGCGAATCTCATTTACAACCACAACGAAAGCAAAACCGACTGGAACATATGCTGATTATCCATCAAGTTACCCGCCAACCGATGAGCGAAAACGAACAAATCCATTGGATAAAACGTCTTTTACTTTTGACAAAAGTTTTGCACTTGGTCAATCCACAACATTTTCGCAAACAAGATCCACAGCACCACCTATCGTTCAAACTGCAACTGTTACTTCGTCAGAAAAATTATCCACAACCAGGTCCAGAATTTTTTCTCAAAGTATTAGAAAACCAAATCCTGGAACAGTTGCGCCTACTGAGCCTCTGGACATAAGTTTTCAATTAACATCACTCATCGCCCCAAAGAAATAATTAAGTTTGTCTGAGATCTTGAAACAACTTTATCCAAGATCTTGCGATTGTGATAAAAATCGCACCCATTATAAAACATAATGCAAAACATATGTTCACCGGAAAGTGATCCGAATTGTTATTTTAATAATTCAACGGAAATCTCGACCGATATTTTCGAAAAGGTTCAACATCAGATTGATAAAATTTTATTAGCGCATACAAAATCTGACGATTATTTCAAAATTTTGCGCAAATCTTTTGACCAAAGAAACACATTCACTAACTCATATAATATATTTTCAAACTTTTGTAAAGGAATTTTTGGTGCGTGTAACCCAACATTATATGCAAATTTATCAAAAGCTCTCATTATCAGAGGATTTACTCCGATTCATAGTTATTCGGTTAGAGCTAATTCATTACCGCAAACCGATACTTACATACCGATCATTGGAGAATTTTTTATGGATTCAAGAAAAAAGAAATACTACGATGCCGGTGATCGAACTTATGCAGATAGTGTTGCTACTAAACTTAAACCATATGCTGAATTGGTAAAAATGCTTTACGCTGAAAGACCAAATTTTGTTAAAAATGTTTTGGAAACAGAAATTCTTTTCTCAAAAGTTAACAAACCTGATGACGAATCTGGATTGCCAACGCGTGATAATGTCATGTTAATGACTAAATTTCTTGATACATATGACAAAGTAGGTATTTGGCGAATAATTCTACCGAAAAGTAAATATATTCATGTGGAGAACGAACAATATGTAGCATTTCTTGATAAATATTTCACAGAAGCATCTTGGGAAAAGATCCAAGATTATTTAGCATGGGCTGTATTGTCAAAGTATGAAATATATTTGGATGCAAGTGGTAGAATTAAAATTTCCGAAGATGAATTGTTTTTGACCTATTGCAAAGATCACTATGGACCAAAATTGCAGCAAGTTTATGAAAATGAATTTGGACCAGATAAAAAATTGTATCTGGATGGTGTAAAAAATATGTGCTTTGATCTTAAAAATTACTGTGAACGCAATATTTCATTTCCAACACAAGCCACAACTTTAAAAGCCAGAGCTAAAATAGGTTCTTTATCTGTGTTTGTTGGAGTAAATCCTGTTGCTGGACTATTTGAACGAGTTCCTGAAAGTTTTATTTTAAGTGATTCAGATTTTTATGAAAATGCAATCAATGCTGATATGGCTGCAACTACAATTTTCCTGGACCAAATTGGTTTGACAATTAACCCAGCATTTCCTTTGGATATGAATGGAGCATGGTCTTATGATGTAAATGCATTTTATGATGCATCGAGTAATTCACTTTATATTCCAACATCAATGTTCGCCAAGACTTTCTATTATCCATATGCGGATCCCGTGCATAATTTTAGTGGATTAGGATGTATTATCGGTCACGAAATGATGCACTGTTTTGACATGTATGGTTCTCTTTACGATTCCAAAGGAAAATTAAACACATGGTGGACCAAACCGGAATATGATTACTATGTAAAAGAAATTTTGAAAATAAATAATTCTAAAAATGGTGTTCCGAGTGCACTATCTGAATCAATGGCCGACGTTTACGGAATCAAATTAAGTTTAAGGACTTACATTTCACTTTATGGTTCAACTAAATTAGAATATTTTTTTGCACACTGGGCTAGGATTATGGGAACAATTAATGCCCAAGGAGAAACAGATGAACATTCAGATGGAAATTTCAGAGTCAACGTTTCATTCTCCCACATACCAGAGTATTATGTAACATTTGGCGTTAAACCCAGTGACAAAAATTATTTGAAACCAAATCAGAGATCAAATTTCTTTTTTTAATATTGTCATCAGGAATTCTATGAATTCTCTTCGAGATCTCACGATTGTCGTCAAAAGTTGAATAACTTTATCCGATATCTCGCAATTGTCATCAAAAGTTATTCTAACTTTATCCGAGATCTCACGATTGTATTAATTATTAATCTGTAAATTGATAATTAATTTAATTTAGGCTCCCATTTTTGCTTTGCGCAGATTAGAAATTTTAAATTTAGCCGGTGCACTGGTTCCACTGCTTGTCGGAGCAGGAGCTGCTGCTGCAGTGGAACCAACATCTGCAGCACCAGCTGCAGATCCTGTACCAGTGGATCCATTGGAGGTTTTTGTTTTATTGCCGCGTTTTCTAATAAAGAACCAGTAAACTAAGGCCAAAATTACGACGATAACTATCGCAACAATAACTTTATTATCTTTTATGTAATCCATAAAAGATTTTTTAGGTGCGACGACGGTGATAGCCTCACCATTATCATTTTCGGTCACTGTGGCACTCATATTAGACTAGAACTAACATAGATTTAAAAAAGTTAAAGAAAAACTATATGCGAACATGCATATTAACATTCACATTTTGGTTCTTGGGTAAAATGTTCAGTGCGAGTTGCTTTCATATACTTCTTTTTACCAACAGCAAAATACCAGACAATAATGACGATTAGTAAAATTACAGCTGCAATCCAGCCTGCATTTCTGGCTCCCCAACTTGAAGAATTCATTACGATTGTATATGATCTGCGCAGATTTTTTAGTACAAATATCATTAATACTAAAAATTTAAACAGCACCAGCAGGACTAGAACCAAACAAAATGCCAAGAACAACAAAGACACCCAATGCAGCCCATGATACACCGACTTTAACAGTTCTGGAAGCATTAGAATACTTGATTGTGAATGAGTAGACAATTGCAAACAAACCAGCAGCAGCAACACCCAACGTGATCAACCTAGATCGGGTACCTCTACGGAACAACCAGCTCAGCAAAATACCAACAACTAACGCCAGAATACCCAAAACTAGTGTTACAATAAATTGCGTATTCAATGCCTTTTGTTGATCAGGTGTTGGATTACATAGCACATCTGTTTTAGCATAATAAGTATATGTGGTAACAAATGCGGCTAGCAAAGAAATAGCTAAACCAAGCACAATTAAAATTTGCCAAATACTCAAATCAAAATATTTTTGCAAATTAGCTTTTTCAGCTTTCAAGTCTTCTGGTGCAATTCGTTGTGCCCATGTTCTACTAGCTGCTGTTGATGATGTTGGAGGTACAACAGCAGGCTTATTTATTGGTGCTGCCGGTGCTAGCGGTACAGTGTCACCCAAAAGTGGACCCAAATCCAGATCTGACATATTAGTGTACTATATATTCATATATTTTTTGATATGGAGTTATGGTATGCTATCGAACGCAGGCTTACTTTTCATTAAATTTTAATGAAAAGTAAATTTGTTAAAGTGAAACAGATTTTTCTTTTTGTAAAGTCGCAATATAAGTATCAACTGCCAATTCCAAATCCACAATAGAGCCACTGTTATCAAATGTAAAATCGAATTCTTCACCATCAAGTGCAGTTTCAGATGCATGAGTGTGAATCTCATGTGAATAATTGGGTCTTGTTACTCTGAGAACCTTTCCATAAGTTTTTACAAAGGAACATTCATTAGGAAATCTTAAATCAGAAATAACGACCTTGATGTCAGGATTGGATTTGACTTCTGCTTCAAACCACAATTTCGCTCTGTGAACAAAAATATTTTCTCCTAAGTCCGGCATAAGTTTCTTCATTTGGTCCCTAAGAAGTTCTGTTCCGGTGAATTGTAAAATTTGCCTGGGTGAAATTCCAAACCATCTGCTATCAGGTGCGGCTTTTTGAACCTGTGTTCCATAAAGTTGCTCATCAGAAAATAAAAATAGTTCCTTGACTGCCTTTTTAAGTGGATCTGCAAAAGAATATTCAATAAATCCATGTTTTTCAACAAGAATTTTTGCGATAGAACTTTTTCCGTGACCAATTTTACCAGATATTGCTAGCAACATTTTGTAAAAATGAATACTTTGGTGAATTAGGTAATTTTTGGAAGTTATTTTTGTTTGCAATTTTTTGGATTAAAAATTGCAAATTTAAAGCCCCGTTTAAAGATTTTAAATCGTACATTAAGTACACATACGCAAAATGGCGTTGTATTTTGGATGCAAGCCTCCTGCGAATCCTGCTATTATAAAGTATTTGGAAAATCACATTGATAAGTCATTAAAATGCATACTTAAAACGAATAAATGCGAAAATTTAGTTCCATTTAACCTTTGGTTTGAGCACGATGATTATGAAGTTCTTGATAGCTATGAAAACTTTCAACACATTCGTTTGAGATTTTTTAAAGGTAATTTATTGACACCATTGCAAACAAATAGTGATCAACATGCCTACATTGAAAATCTCAGATTAATTTTGCCAGATATGACTCTTTATCAGCCATTTTATCCGGAAACTTTTTATGAAATGTGGGAATTGCAAAGGATTCGTCACGGTTTGGTACCTTCTGAAAATTTTAATAATTGTTTGGTTGTTGCTAAAGAGATGGCATTTGGTTCGATGGAAGCCTTGATGCTCCACTGTGAAAAATATCAACATACTTACCAAGCGAATATTTACGATTTGATTTTGGCAGAAAAACCATATATTTTGGAAAATGATGCTGTTCAATTTCAGCTCCCTGAACATAATTATCTAGGCCAAGCTTATAGCGTAAATATTTTACAATACATTGATAGCAATACAACCTACGATTGTATTGTTATCGATTGTCTTAGTTTGAAAGAAGATATTGTTTCATACAAATCCGAAACTATGGATTTGGCATGCACTATGTTTTATGTTGGATATGTTTTGAATCAGTTGCGCAACAAATCAACATTAATTTTACATATCGATTATGCGTGCAGTGACAGTTGGTCAGTTTTATTTGGTATGCTAAACGATTATTTTGTAGACATATCTGTCCAAAAACCTTTGAGCACAAATCCATTAAATACTAGAGTTTATGTTACAGCCACAGGATTTAATTTAATGTTATTCAAATCGAAACCGCAAATATATTTTGATTTTATTGCAAGTTATTACATTGAAGATATGTACTCAAATTTCACATTGGATTTTATTAAAAGTAAATTCTGGACAAAATTTTTATCCGCAACAAAAAATCTTGTTGATGTAAACCAAGTTGTTGATGCTAAACAATTTTGTGTTGAAAATGATTTGGCCACAGTAGGAAGTTTATCTTCCGAAGAAATTCATACACAACAGTCCACATCCATATCCACGATAATCCAATACAAATTAACAACAAAATCAGATCAGCTTGTCATCGGTATTCCTGATGCACATGGTTTGTTTTCGCATCCAGATTACAAGCGCCTTATTTCCAAACGCGGTCAACTAAATGCATGCAAGCGAACAATGGATACTAAGCCATCTAATATTTTTGTCGGTAGTTGCATTCCGGAAAAAACTTTCTTTACAACATGGGATCAACTTTCGACTAAAATGCAAGCGCCATATTACTCTCTGAAGAAAAACTTAAAGAATCATTTTAACGCAGAACATCCAACAAACGCTTGGACTAAAATGTATGAAATGTTGTGTTTTTATGAACCACTTGTCTTGCCAACCGATGTAAAAAAAATTAGATCTATGCATTTGTGTGAAGCTCCAGGTGCATTTATTTTGGCAACAAATCATTTCGCCAAAACTCGAGGATTTGATCTTGATTGGTATGCTCAAACTTTAAGACCTGATGATAAAAATGATGCATTACAAGACAGTTTTGGTCTTATTCAAAAATATCCAGATCGATGGTTATTTGGAGAAGATGATTCTGGGGACATCACCAAGAGTTCTGTTATTAAATCTTATGCATCAAATCCAAAATTGAAAAAGTTAGATTTCATTACGGCTGACGCCGGGTTAATATGCAGTCCACAAGAATTGAATGAACAAGAGACTAAATTGTGTAAAATTAACTTAGGACAAGTAACATGTATTTTAGCTTGTTTAGCAAAAGGTAAATCAGCTATTTTTAAAACATTTTTACCACTATCCGAACCACTTAATCTGTCTCTAATGTATGTATTGGTTCACTTATTTGATGAAGTGTACATTACAAAACCTGCTACAAGTAATCCTTGTAATTCTGAAGTGTATGTTGTACTAAATAGCTTCACTGGAATTGAATCTGTGTTATTGGATGCACTTTATGAGTTACTGGATTCAGAAGAAATCACAGCAAAAACTTTATTTTGTCCTAAAATGAAAGCGGCGTTCTACAAATCATATTTGGATGTGATGACAGAACTCATTAATAGACAAATTAATGCAATTCACGAATCTTATCGTTACTATTTTGATATGAGTAACATTGATTATGGTCAACAACATATTCATGACATAATTGAAGCATGGTTGAACCAGAATCCTATTGTTGCACTACAGGATTCAGATAAACTAATCTAATTTTACATCAATAATTATTAATGTAAAATTAAAAATACGTCATTTGAATTGATAAATTTTTTGGTTTCAAACAGAATTTCAATGGATTGTTTTTTTTCAAAAAGTTTGAACAAGTGATTCTTTTGTTTGTCACAGGTAAAATTTGTTTATCCACAATACAGGCATTGTCCCCACTTAAAACGTGTTTTGCAAATGCATATACTTTCTTACCATACATGGTAATTAAGTAGGAATAAATTTGTGAATTGACACAAGTTGCACTTTTATTTAAGGCACTAGTTGTCCAAACACGGTCATCGGAAAAATCTCCCGAAGTCGATTTTCCCTCCGAGGGTCTTCGACCGTCACCATAAATAGGCTCGCCAAGAGGACTACAATAACCCCACATGCTGTCGCAAAACATTAGATCACCGCACATTTTCGAACAATATTTAACAATGGCCAAATTTCCATTAGATATTCCTTCTAACAAAATTTTATAGAAAAGATGATTCCATGCTTCATTATATAACTTTTCAGCATCTGGACTGTGACCGATTAAATAATCACAAAATTTGAAATTTTCATTTTGTATGCACTGACGCAACAAATTCACCCCATCCATATTTTTTCTGATATCATAACCAGCATCTGCTAAAAACATGAGGATATCCAGACGATTATATCCAACGCACGCATCCAAAAGATGATTGTCACGCATCAGCGGGATCTCTTCAGCAAGTTTGCTTCCAGGGTCTCGTAGTGACTCGATCCCTACAGAACTAAGAGTTCTTCCGGTGTCTCGTAGTGACTCGATCCCTGCAGCAAGTTTGCTTCCGGTGTCTCGCACTGATTCTACATTGTTTTCGATCAAACATCTAACTATATCCAAATTTCCTTGTTTGACAGCAGTAACCAACAAAGAATAGTCACCATCGCACCCATAGTTCCACAATACAGAGAAAATTAAACAACAAAATTTATCACTTGAACGTTCATTTGTTTTATGCGAATAACGTCGCGTGTAACAATTTTGAAGCTCTTTTTGAAATTTTTTATTGCGATAAATCACACCGCATCCCAAGCCAATTAAATACTTGACAATATCTAACTTTCCATTTTTGACAGCAACAGCCAGAGCAAAAGCTTCCTGTGTTGCGATTGATGATGACGGTCGAATGTCAATGAGACCCTCAGAGGAAAAGTTTCTACCGAACTTTGACGATGACGTATCAGTTGGCTCGCATTTTCCCAAACTCAACAAATATTTAACAAAATCCAGATGTCCATTTTCAATAGCTAAAACAAGAATATGATAATTTTGTCCCTCATTATCAAACCCGAGACTATTTAGATATTTAAGTAAATCTAAATGTCCATGTTCGACACTTAGCGTAAAAATGTAATAATTAATTTTAATTCTAAATCCAGATTCAACAAGATATTTAACGATATCTAAGTGTCCGTGTTTAACACTTTCTATTATAATACCATCATCCATGTATCCAAGACTTATAAAATATTTGACAACTTCCAAATGTCCATTTCTTGCACTACTAGTTGCTGCACGATAGCAACTGTACCAAATATGCTCCATGATGGTCATCAAATATTGAACAACTGCAAGATGTCCATTTTCAGCTGCGATTATTAAAATAAAAGCATATTTCTCACAGAATTCATACGAATTTATCTTGTCAATTTTGTGCGTGAACATTAATTTTACGAAGTATCTAACAAGATTCAAGTGTCCATTTTTAGCACCCAATATCAAAGCTTTATTAAAATCAACAATAATTTCATTTGATTTAATCGGGCGATCTACAGGTGCATTGATCTCTTCCAGAGTTCCTTCATAATCAATGATCTCATAGGCAATCGCAATAACACGCTTTTTCCCAATCAATTTCTTAATTTCATCGATATCAAATGCATTGATTGCAGCCAAAAGTTTGCAATCCATTTCAATTTTCAGCTTTCGTCAAAATACGTTATCGAAACTACTTAAATCACATATAGAATGTGTCCTGATATTGGAATTTCAATTTTTATTTATGGAAACTTGTTTCCATAAATAAAAAGAATAATTCGATGAAGTTTATCTTTGTTGAATTTCAATTTTTATTTATGCTAACTTGTTTCCATAAATAAAAACGATACTTCGATAAAATCTTACCTGAACTTAAATTCAATTCCAAACTCTTCACGATCGGACATTTTCTTGATGAATCCAACTAACATGTCTCTGTGTCTAGTATCACGAATATTAAACCAATGATCTGGTTGTCCACCAACGAATAAAAACTGTAGACGTCTTTTTTTATGTAGGTCTTTTTCTATTTTGTCTGCGAAAGTGTATTTGATCATATTGATAAGCTTGGTTGTTAACGGTAAATCAAATTTAATAGTTATGTTTATTGTGCTATTTATTAAAATATCGAAAAAATCAAACATTATGTTATTAATCGCAAACGATCCATATCCAATGGACCGAATACATCCTGCACCACGTTCAAGTGTGATACATTTTAAATTTTTGAACAAATGATACTTTTTCGAAAAATATTTCGTCTCTAGAGTTTGTATGTACAGATATTCCAAATTCGGAAAATCATATATGTGTTCAGGGAAGTTATCATTAATACACAGATACATCATCTTTATTGTTGGGCAATAAAATTTGCGTACATGTCCGTAAGTGGAGTATATTTCAATTGAAGTTAAATTTGGGTAATCCAACGCCGGTATCAAAGCATTTTCGTGGTGTTTCAGATCAATATGTCTTATTGTATCCTTGTTACGAATCATCATCAAGGATAAAAAATAATTTCTCCATTCTTTAATTGTGCAACCACGTCCACCAGTTATACATAAATCTCCGTCGTATGAAAGTTCGGCAAATATTGTCGTACTAATCAACGTGAACTTCCACCATCTAGGAATTTTTCGAAGGATCTTGTTGCAACCCCGAGTAAAAAGTACGATTTGTTCGCAATGATCACAGTCTGCAAATCCGTATTGAATTTCACGTGTCATCATAAAATTTTTGCCATATCGTTTGCGAGGTATGTTTTTAACCATTTGATAAAAATAATCAGTTGTCAAAACGAATTGATAATTACCATATGGCATAGATTGTTTGATTAATTGTTGCAATTTCTTGTCACCTGTTCGCCATAGGTTCGTACACCATTGAAATTCCAAATACTGACCAATACCTGCAATAAGTTCCGCAGGGATTGATGTTAGGAAGCATGGCAATTTGGTTTGCAAAATAACATTTCTGATTGGAGTCGATTTTGCTGGTTGTTTTGGAATCGATCTCTGTTGAAACTGCTTAACTGAAGTTTTAGGCTTCGATTTTGAAATTATTTTTGCTTGAACATCAATAGCATTCCAGATAGAACTCATTCGTGAAAACGTGAATGATATTTAATATTATAGATGACACCCAAAGAATTAATATGGCAATTTTTTTAAGGAAAAATTGCAAGATTTAATTTACAAATAACTTTATGATTAATTTTCAATTATAGGCTGCCTGATTCGCAAATGGCTTCGAGAATCCCAACCCCATCAGAAGTCCAACCACACGGAGATGCAATCCCACTAAATGATTTATTTTTTTTTGAAAAAAAACCTGCAAGATCACAACAAAGTTGTTCTGTTGAGCACTGGACCAAACCGCAAAAAATAAGACATGGAAGTCCACACGGACCTGTTCAATATGAGCGTAGGAAAACAATGGCAGATACTTATTCAAAACAGGAAATTACAAGAATAAATGCTATTGTGATAAAAAGTGATTCAACTGATGAAAACATTATCAATAATCAACGAAATGTTATCTTTGATGATATTCAAGTCTTCATCGACGCAGGTTTATCACAAGAAATGTTTAAACGTGAACCAGATGGAATGTTTTCCGTATTAGTTTGCGTTGAAGATGATTTCATTGGCAACATTCCCAATGGAAATGCTCAATTTTCTTTCATATCAAGCCGCAAAAGTCTTTTAGATAAGTTCTTTGGTGGTGGATTTCCACGTGTTTATTATGTTAAAAATAAAAACGCGACAAACTCATTGCGCAAGCTATTGGAAACATTATATATTCCAAATCAAGAAAGTGTAGTTGCCAGAAAAATTTTTGCAAATAGGTATGCCAATTTATTGGCAGAAAATATTGCTCTCAAAGAAAAACTTGATGCATTAAGTCATCAACACGGTATTGTGCATCCTGTGCAAGAATCACAAGACCCTGTAATAATTGAACTACCCAAATCATGTGAACGTACATATTTTTCTCTTGTTGGTGAAATGGTTTCGATATCTGAACATGAAAAGAGATTTCGCATATCGATCTCACAAATGTCATTTTTATTCAAAGATCCCATAACCATGGAATACATTTGTGATCCAGTTATATTAAACGGTAACGTTTACGATAAATCATCAATTACCAAATGGTTAAGTAAATCAAATATCGATCCACTAAATGGAATTGTTCTCGAAGGAGAAATTAAATTGATTCCATTTCTTGCCCTAAGATATATCTTGCTTTGCTCGGAATTTTTTGACGATGATAACATTATCTATCATTCAGTTCCTCAAGATCCACGTTTTGCGTCATACGTGGGAGAAAATTTTCCGTTGATTTATTGTAAAAATCCTGTTGTCACGCAGGATGTGTTCCGTTTAGTTCCCAAATGGAATGGCAATTTTCTTTCTGTTTTTGATAACATGTATTTATTGAATTTGTATGCCATTCCAAAGAATTTTTGTCAAAAAGAGTATGCATTTTGTGATTTTACTCTTTGCAAAGAAGGTACAACATTTGTTGATGGCTGCAGATTTATTAATTGCTTGTTACCACAATGGATGCAAGAAAAATATGATGCGGAATCCAACATTAGATATTTTTATCCACAAGAACTTTTGTTTACGGATGCAAAAACCGGTGATTTCATATCTATGCGTGACACGAAATCAATATATATCACACAAAAAGGATATATCATACATGCGCGCCACAAAGAGATTTATCCCGATGCAGTTCCTTTGTACGCGATCCAAGATAAATTAACAGATTGTGTTATTGAATCCAAAATAGAAATGATGCAACATAATTTTTCACCTGTTTTCCATGAACATACATCTTTTGAATTAGATCGCTCACTTTATTGTGATCCATACACATTTTGCGATAATGATGAATTAATTGACAAAACAATTTCTGCAACTGGAAATTCCCCACTGTTGACGTCCAATGTGGAACCCGCAGATTTGCGTGTGCGAGCAACATCACCTGTTGACAAAATTCGGAGTCGAATCGTAGAATTGGCGAGATTATTTGACACCGATGAATCTTATTACAAAAGTTTGACTAAAATTTCTGAGCATATAACCCCAGAACATCTAACCATGGGAAGCACATACCTACAATCTGAACGCCAATTACTTGGCATCCCATTTTTTGCAGAAATTTCTACCTACAGTAAAGATCTGAGTTTCATGCAAATGGAAAACAAAACTTTTTCGAAAATTGAATTCAAGGATTCCTTTTTTGTAAGAGCTGATCTGCGCAACACCAAATTTATTGAATGCAGTTTTTCGCTGTGCTATTTCATTGGCGCAAATCTATCTGGAACAAAATTTATTGATTGTAAGTTTACCGACTGTGAACATGCATTTTTGGATGTCATAACTGACAATGAAACATCTTTTGATAGATTTGTTAAACATAAGTTGATGTTGTTGTAAAAATGAATTAATATTGATATCATGATAACAATATTAATTAGTTCGTCACTGCAAAAATATTTGAAAAATACTGGAGTAATTGAATTTGTTCGTTGGCTGATTCCTTTAGCTTGAATAAATTTAACCCAGATTTACTCAGAATTTTTGCTTTGGTTAAATCTGGAATTGAATCGTTGGATAAAATGTGATTATTTATTTGTTCGATGATAACATCAATTGGATAACCAGTTTTCATGGTTTCTTTTGTTAGAGTCATGATTTCCAAAACTGATTTGCAATTAGATGCTTTATCATATATTGTTTTGACCTGCGTTTTAGATAACATGGCGGCTATTTTGTAAATATCGTCTTCAGTCACATCTTTTGAAACAGGTGTCGTAGCATAATCTGACAAAACAAATTCTTGTTCAGCAGGCGTCATATCGGTAAATTTTTTATGTGCTAATTTCTTGTAAGCATAAACATAGGCAACATTTTGTAAATATCCAATTGCTTTTCTCATATCACCACTTGAAACCTCAATAATTGTATTCAAAACTTTGTTTGACAATGTCATAGATTCAGTTTCGGCGATTTCTTTGAGTTTAGATTCCATCGCATCAACTTCAAGTTTTTTGAAATACATTACACTACATCTGGATTTTACAGCATCCGTCATTTTGTTAATGTAATTACAAATAAAACAAAACCTTGTTACTGTGGAATATTGTTCGATAATTACACGAAGTGCATCTTGGGCTTCTTCTGTCATGGAATCGGCTTCGTCCAAAATTATGACTTTGAAACTTGGAATGGATCTACCATCTGGCAAAGTTTGCACTGTTGTATACTTTTTGGCTTCTTTAGAAATTAATTCTCTAACAGCAGCAATTCCGCGATCATCACTCGCATTAAATTCTGTAACTCTATCTGGAGCAAATGTTCCAAACATTTCCTTACACATCGCCAGCACTGCCGATGTTTTACCTGTACCTGGCGGTCCATACAATAACAAATGAGGCATATCTTGATGCAAGACACAATTCTTAAAAAAATTTAAAATATTATCATTTTGTTTTAGTTTAGTTAGAGTCGCAGGCCTGTGTTTTTCCACCCAAGGAATATGAGATGTCGGACCAGGATTGGATGTCAACATTTGGACTTATGGTAGATTCACAAAGTTATTCTTAAATACAAATAAACTCTTTGCAATTTTTATGTAAAGAGTTTAGATCTGGCAATTTTTAATTTAGTTAGAATATCCACGGCGCTTGGTCTGAGATTTGGATCATAAGATAACATGGGTTTGAGAATCGAACCCAGTAGTGGGTATGGATCAAATAGCAACGCTAATTTACTAGGATTAAATTTCAGATTCGGATCAAAATTGTTTAGAGTTTCAAAATTGGAGCCTGTTGTTGATTTACCGACAATACCATAAATGTACTTTGACATATCTTGTGACAGATCGCAATCAAACAAGTGGTTTTTTGTAAAGATGTAATATATGATACAGGCAGCAGACCAAATATCAATTTTATCATTGTAAAGTGGATGATCTTCTTCGGGGCCTTCAGATTTTTTTGGAAATGCGTCTGCTAATAAAATTTCTGGGGCTCTGTAAAACAATGCGCAAACATAACCTGTGATTTGTGTTGCATCTAAAGTATTGCTTCTGAGATTTCTTGCCAGACCGAAATCACAAATTTTCAAAACAATTTTATTTGTGTTGTCAACTAAAATGTTAGATGTTGATAAGTCTCTATGAACATACCCCGCGTCATGAATTTCAGCTAAACCTTCCATAAATTGGATTGCTAAATTGTATTTGGCAATAGGTTTCATAATTGTATCAAAAATATATTTTGTTAATGTTTTTGACATGTATTCCATTGCGAAAGATATTTCATTTGGAGCAACTACAATATATTTTAATGAAATAATATTTGGATGATCAAATTTGAGCAGCGCATTAATTTCTCTTAAGCAATATGGATCTATGACTGAGTCTTCTTTGGGGTCAATTTTATGAATTTTGTATGCACATATTTCATCATTTGACATCTTTGTTTTGAAAACTGTTCCATATGTTCCTTTTCCAATTTTCTTTGGTGTTCCATCAGATTTTGCCAAAAACGATTTTTTATCCACAATCGCAATTTTTCTAATATGTATTTCACGTTCTGAAAAATTTGTCAAATTTTTCCAGTCACACGTTATTTGGTAATTACTTTTAAATTCAAGCAAATCATAAAATAATTTCGCAGAATTCATGAAACCCAAAACATGAGCTTTTTGAAGTGTATGCATAATTAATGTGTAAGTTGGGTCAGTTGAAATTGCAACTAAGATGTTTGCAAATGATTCATCAACATAAAGGTCCACAAAATTTATGATATTTCGTGCCAAAATATCCGGTTTGAAACACATATGATATTTGCTGCAAACAATGTGCTCAACAACAAAATCTATCAAAGTTTTCTTGTCTGGATCAATATCTGGTATCAATAATTTAATATATTCCGCGATAGTTTCTTGATCAACTTGGAAATTAATGTGATGCAAAATACTCAATTGGATACTTTTGATAAGCTCGCCATGGATATCTGTGGCCGGAATATTTTTTTCCAGGATATGCGGACAGTTTTTAGTTTGCTTGATTAGAGATTCTATTGAAGGTAAATCTTTTTCGGTTATCATTGCAGCAAGTTGTAAACAAGCTGGACCAACAACAACCCATTCTGTATATAAATCTTTGCAATCTGTAATCAAATCCAAAATATTTACCGCTAAGTGTCTAGTTATGGATCCATATGTGTAAACTTTTATTAAATGATTTATGACGTAATACACATTACGACGCATTTTATTATTCGTAATGTGTTTTGTTGTTTATATTTTATTTAGGTTATCCTTTAGATAAATTCATTTATGAGTGCGTTTGCTGACGTATTTTAAAATTAATCAACGACCTCATAAACAATTTTGCTAGCAATAAGTTCTGAATATTCGAGCGTGGCAACTTTAAGATCGAGAACTGTGATAAAAGTTTTCTTTTCTGTGCAAATCATGTACATCATATTTTCATTTGTAATATCTGACCAAATCGATGCTGATGGCATATCTTTTGCACAGAGAATCCCTGAAGAATTCCCATGAGGAACTGTCATTTCAATTTCATGTCCAGGTCTGACAATAAGATCTGCTGTTGGTACATAGTCTGCAATACCAGATTTAGGTATTTTAATCCACTTTTGGCTTGGTATTTTTGCGCAAATAATAAAATCGATTTCCTCCAATTGCAAATCTTCACCATATGATCCAAGTAATTTGATTCCAACACCTGATACAAGATCTGCAACTTTCATGGGTCCTCTGTTTGTTGAAATAATAGTATCACCGTGCATTCCTTGTAACTTGTCGAAAAACGAATTTGGAATTGTTACAATGGATTGCGTTCTGATATTTGATTGTATCGAACTTCCTGAATCAGATCCAGAATCTGATTCAACATCGGAATCATCAGAATCATCAGAACTATCAATAAGAATGTCAAGAGACGCATTTAACACCAACCTAACATTTTCTTGATTAACAACATCATCTTGCGTAATTTCGTAAGTGGAATCAACTGATACTGTTTCTTCTGTGTTTGCATCAATTATTTCTGGTTCAAGTGGACCATTTAAGTCCAAGTTTAAAATTTCCGGCATAGGTAGTGGATTTGTTACGTTGATATCAAATTTAACACTAAATATTTGTCCCACAGTGTCATATGAATGTTTCCATTGGGAGATTGAACGAGGAACCGTTTCGACTTCGTACTCAATATTTAGAGTCGGACCTGAAGATTGAGTTTCTAATTCTGCCATTTACACATTATGAATATTATATTGCCGCAAATTGTAGCTCTATTGCTTTGAATGAATTATTCCAAATAATCTCTTATTAATGTCTTCAGCAGACCAAGTGCAAACGTTCATATTATTTACTTTCGCAAATATTCTGTGTTCTGTAACTAAAGTGTAAATCGGAGTTGCCTCTAGCTCAACATATCTGATTGTTGATCCATTTATTAATTTAATGGGCAAAATTTCTTGGTTATTAATTAAGACAGGGTGACCATCGATAATATGCATAGGTTCTGAAGGTTGATTTGGTCCAATTGCATCCTTTTCTATTAAGATGAATTTTGTCGAGTCCAACAATTTGACATTATGAACTAATTTTACAGGATGATCATGTGAATCAATTAAATACACGTCGTCACTAGATAAAATATCTTTGATTTTAATAAAACCTTTTGTTGTGTGAACAACACTGTCGCCATGTAAACATAATGCTTCTGCATGGATAGTTACCATTCGAGTTCCCGTATTAATGCTGCCATTTGAAACACCACCGCTGATAATTGTACCCAAGCCTGTAATTTGAAAAGTTATCTCACTGTAACCAACAGGAAAAGAATTATTTGAGAGAAGTGAATAATCAATTGAAATGATCGCTGCCGGTGATCCTGGTGTATAAAAAGGCATGCCACCATTTAAAGTTCTGGTTCCGCTTGGTGATGTGTATGTATCAGTCAATGCAATTGTGCCTTCTGTAACCGAACCTGCTACTATGTCAAATGCGAAAACTGAATGTTTGGCACTGACATCTGTTCCATCAATATAATCTGTAGTTACGGTTGTGGTATTTGGAGTCAAACTTGCAATTTGTGATGTCATTGTTGTACCATATCTATTGATAGCCGGTGGAGTGATATCAATTAAATCGGCTGTGTAATTAACTCTAAACGTTGCTGGAAATGTTGACATTATGCTTATAGATATAATTGAGATGATATACGATCGTATGGAGTTAGATAAACTAAACAAAGTTTATTCTTAAAATGTTGGCTCATACCTGAGTTATCATTTTAACAGGTTAGATAAATTAAATTTAGTTTAATTTATCTAATCTCTTAAATGTTAACTCATACCTGAGTTATCATTTTAACAGGTTAGATAAGTTAAACTAAATTTAATTCATCTAATTTCTTAAATGTTAACTCGTACCAGAGTCATCATTTTAACAGGTTAGATAAATTAAATTTGATTTAATTTATCTAATCTCTTAAAATGATAACTCATACCTGAGTTATCATTTTAACAGGTTGGAGTTTAATTCTGGGATCTGTTGGATCTTCATCATCCAAACCAAATTCATCCAAAATGTCTTGTTTGCTTGCCCAATTTGATCCGGCAGTTTTAACTTTGAGAACAGGATAAGACATTTTGTAACTTTTAACATAAGTTTGGATTAGGAATTCCTTTTTAATAAGATTATCAATTAATTCTTTCCACCAATCAGCCGATTTGGCTTTGCCCTTGCCGTAAAATTCGCTTTTGAGAAAATCTGCTTTCATGCTCTTTGCTTTTGAACCTCTGAGAATATTTATGTAAACAGTTGCTCCAAATGCTCTCTTCATGCCCATCGATTCAATTAAATCTATTAGGATTTTGGCTTCGGCGTCAATGTTTTGGGCGGTAAGTTTGACTTCTTGTTGAGCTCGCTGGACTTTGTGAACACCAGTGCAGTTATCACAATTTCCACAATTGCGAACATCAACATCCTCATCAAAATATTCTAATAGTAAAGCTCGTCTACATTGTTGGGTTGTAATGTACATTTTCATTTTAGTCAAAAGTTTCCTTTGATTAGCTCTGTAAGCTTCATTATCAATTTTTGCAATAAACATTTCTTGCGTTTTAAAATCGCCCATTGAATAGAATGCATAACATTTGGCTGGCTCACCATCACGTCCAGCTCTTCCAATTTCTTGGTAGTAAGATTCAACATTTTTAGATGCACCATAATGAATAACAACTCTAACATCAGATTTATTAATTCCCATTCCAAAAGCAATTGTTGCAACCATAATTTTAATTTCACCGTCCAAAAAATCCTTGTGAGCCTTTGCTTTAACTTCGGAATCCAAACCTGCATGATAAGATCCACATTTGTAGCCCTGTTTTGCGAGAATTTCAGCGATTCTCGTTGTTTCATCTCGAGCTAAACAATAAATAATCACTGTACCATCAGGATTTTCTTCCAGAATTGGAACCAAATCAACGATAATAGGATGAATCTTGGTTGCCTTTTTGGGTGTTTTCATTTGTACTTGTAAATACAAATTGGGTCTATCAAAACTTGTCTTGATGGGTTGATTTGTACTCAAACTCAAAACTTTGCATATGTCTTTTGCAACAACATTAGTCGCGGTTGCTGTCACAGCTAAAATTGGAACCTTGGGCAAAATTTCTTTGAAAAATGTAATCTCTCTGTAAGCTTTTCTGAAATCAAAACCATATGAACTGATACAATGTGCTTCATCAATTGCCACAAGTGAAATTCCACATTCAGTATCCATTTTAACAAAAAACTCGCGCATGTTTACCAAAGTTTCCGGTGTAATGAATACAAATTTGTAATCACCGTTCAAAATTTGCTTTTTCATAAGCCATTTGTTTTCTACTTCAGAATTATAACAACAACTTGAGATTTCCAATTTATCCAATATATGCCGCTGGTCATCCATAAGAGAAATCAATGGAGAAATAACAATTGCAGGCTTATCTAGGTAAAGTGCTGGCACTTGATAGGTCAAACTTTTACCATAACCTGTTGGCAGAACTGCACAAACATCTTGACCAGAAACGATTTTGTTTATGATTTCGTATTGGAGTGGTTTGAAATTATCATAACCAAATACGATATGCAGTAATTCTTTGATTTTTTTGTAACGAGTCGTAAATATTTTGGAATTTTCATAGGCGTCCATTTTAGGAGAAATTTTGAACCTAGTTTTAACGAAAAAGTAAGTATTTAAATCAATAAAATCGAGTGCAATTTTTAAATTCGGAAAAAAATTGCAGATTTGCAGATACTCACTATGTATGTTGTAATTTACAATGCATGCCAAGTCTCGAGATGTTGGCCGAATCACAACCTCTAATTCACGCCAATAAGACGGCCGATACTGAAAACCAAATAACACCAATTGAATCAAATGTATCTGCAAGAAAGTTGAGACGCAAAGTAATTATTATTATGTGGTTAACGCCATTTGTTTTTTCATTTATTTTAGTACTGATTGCTGCACATCTTCCTAAAACTGGATGTAATTCAATTTGCCAAATCATTAACATAACCGAAGTTACTACAACATGCCAATTGAATAATAACAGTGACTGTATTCCTGAAACAACTCAGACCACAACTATGAGGACTACATGCGGCCCGGATCCAATTCGCACTACGGTTTACACATGGTATGGAAACCGTTACGGAAAGATTTTCAATCCAAATGACCACCCGGCATTCAAATGTTATTATGATCCATCTACGGAAGGATATTACAGGGGAAATCAACCAATTGGTTTAGCATCACTTGTGTTGTACGTTGCGGCTACTGTAGTAAGTACGTTTGTATTAGTGTTCGCAATAGTTATTTGGCTATACGGTATGTGCACCATGCGAGAATTTTACTTCGAATAAAAATCTTTTGTGCTCGCCAGTGCTCTCAGAAACTTTAAGTTTGTGCGAAATAAAATTACACGTCCATCAAATCTCAAGAAAAATTGCAAGTTCAAAGATATTTACTGTAAATGTTATGATACATATCAAGTCCTCTGCCCAAAGATGTCGACTGAACTACAACCTTTGATACAAGTTAGCAACAATAAGGCAGATGTTGAAAGCCAAAAGACATCAACTGAATCCAAAAGAAAATGGAGTCGTAACATGATTATTTTTTGGGCATCGCCATTTGTTTTTTCATTTATTTTAGTACTGATTGCTGCACATCTTCCTAAAACTGGATGTAGTTCAATTTGTCAAATAGTTAACGTGACTGAAGTAACTAACGCAACATGTTTGCTAATTGGTAATAAGTACTGCATGCCCGAAAATATCCGGACATCGACCATGAGGACTACATGCGGTCCAAATCCAATTCAAACTACAGTTTCCACGTGGTTTGGGCGTGGTGAAAAGCTAATTTTTGATCAAAATGATTACCCTCCATACAAATGTTATTATGATCCAGCTATGAAACAATACTACGAAGGAAATCAACCCATCAGCTTTGCTTCATATATGCTATACGTTCTTGCTGGGTCATTATGCACCGTGACATTATTGTTGGCATTCATAGGTTGGTTAAAGTCTCTTGAATAGATGCAATATTTTGAATAAAAAACTTTTACCCAAAATAAAAATTGCGTCTTGGCTTTAATTGAAAATCACAACAAATCTGTAAACTTTACCTACTGTTCCCAAAATGGTCGCTCATGGTATCCGCGTTGAACCCATTCGTGGCGAAAATCACGTTTTACGAAGACAACATCCACCTCCCGTGCCTGCGCCAATACAAAAACGAAGTCTAGGTCAAACCATCAAACTTCTGCTATTAGCATGGGCAAAAATAATTCCATTGGTGCTTTTTACAATCGGCGTGATTATGCTGGTGCTATTTTTGGATAGTGGTAACCTTATAGGAAAGTGTCAACTAATGCAAGTTGCAGATGTTTATGTTGGCAAATTTGACGCAAACGGAGAGCCTGTAGAAATAGTATCCAGAGGCGGTTATTGCATAATAGTAACAAATTTGACATATAATGCTATTGATGATTTTGCTTCAAATGTAACATCTAAATCAACATTTAGTAAAACAAGAACTGCTGATTGCGACACAAAATGGAATTATGAACCTCGTATATGTTATTATGATGTCGCAGCCAAAAGCTACGTCATTGGAGGTAGACCACACGGTGGTGGGGGACTAATCTTGCTCATGATTATCGCAATTATATCTATATTTGTCATTATAACTACTTGTTACGTGGCAACAGCGTCGGTATTAGATTAAATTAATTGTTAATTAATTTATTGTAACAGCTTCTAACAGCTGCGATATTATCACTACACAAGCCACTGAAAGCATGTTTGCTTAAGGGATCGAGTCACTGCGAGACTCTGGCACATGATGTTGACATCCAGCACAGTGTCCAGGTGGCACAGGAATTTTCAGCTTAAAATCGAATGGAGATTTTGCAACCTCTTTTGGCGTTTCTGAAGATAAAGTTTTTCCATATGCTGTCAAAGTTTTCATAATAGCAGATCCCGGTACGAATTTCCATTTTCTTTCCAACGCAATTTTGTACAAGATAGGCAATGAGATTTCTTCCAAGTCATCCAAAGAAATGTTTGAAAGGAATTTTTCCATTTGGCTGAGATTGTAATGGTCAGCAAAAACTGAAACCAAAATGTCCTTGGGGTTGGATTTTTTAAGAATCGAAACCAAAACATCCGCACAATCCATCCAAAGAGTGACGCTCGGGAATTTGATATGTTGCATCAACATCTTGTGTGGAACAACATTAGGAAGAACATTGGACCATATATGAATTAAAGATGCACTGTTACATTTCATGACTGAACCCAGTGTCTCGCCAAATCTGCTTTCCAAGGTATTGACGGCTTTTTTCAAAATTTGATCATCGGTGGTCTGCAAAAGGGCCAATGAAAGCATGGCTTTAGTTGAATCTGTGAGTTCAGGTCTGCCAGTTGTTTCGAGAGTAGCCAATGCGGTCATAATATCCAAAACTGGAGGCAGATCACCATAACCAAGACCCTTATTGAGAAAAGCCATTGCGCATACCTTTTAGGTCGAAGGAATAATATTAAAACATTAAATGATACACCAAAATATTTGTCCGTGCAATTTTTTCAAATTATTAACTAAAATATTTTAGTTAACAGTTTGTTTATCTGGCAATTAAACTTTGCGACCGGTCAAGATGTAAATGTAATCTTCAGTGAATTTATCAAGACGCTTCTTAATGTCACTCTCAGTTATGTCACTAACTTGAACGTTAGCTTTTGCAGTTTCAGTTTGCGACGCTTTCCACTCGATCAAAGCCTTTCCAATTCCACTATTAGCATTCGGATCAATCACCAACTGTTGCGCCATAACAATCTTATCCAAAATTGCCCAAGCTTGAGGTTCCAACTTTTCAGGTTTGACATAAAAAATAAGAGTATTGTGGGCATTTGCAAATGTTTCTGCCAAAATATCTTTTTCCTGATTTAAAAGCGTGATTAAAGTTTCCATTCGATCATTGTAGCATTCAAATGAATTCCATTTACTCCATGGGAATATCAGTTCAGACAATTTAGCATTTGGCAACAAAGTAGTCCAAACGTAAGTTGCTTTCACATTGGCATACTTCATGACATCATTAACTGTCAGACCATATCTGCATTCAATGTGACGAATTGCCTTTTTCAAGATTTTTTCATCTGTAGTTTGAAGTAAAGACAAAGCAAGTGCAGCTTTAGTTGAAGCTTCCAAGTTTTTTGTTCCGAATGAATCAATTACTACCAAAGCTGTCATAACGTCAAGCTTTGATGGGAGCGCTGACAAACCCAATCCCTTATCAAGAAAAGCCATTCTGATCGTGTGTGTGTGTGTAAGAATAATATTGAACGTTTTTTAACAGTTGGTCTGGCAATTTAGTTTGCAATTTTTATTAATTTTCAGAATTTAATTAAGCTCAGACTTAATTAAATAATGTAAAATAATAAATGGATACGCATATTCATTTATTATTTTTCAGAATTTTAACAGAAGCCTACGCTTCTGTTAAAATAATGTATTTCGATGAAAGCTTCGCTTTCTCTGAAATTCAGAATTTGGAAAAAAGCTCACTGGTTTCACACATACTGTGTACAACATTAAGACCTTCAATATTCACAGGCATAATATATCTCACATACAAATTTTTGAATAATGGTTTGGTATGGGTATTCTTTATAAGAAAATCATAAATAATGTTTTGGCATTGGATATTATAATAAAGTGATCCAACTACATTTGTAAGTGATGACATCGCACCAAAATTAAATGGATCGGCCCTCTCAAAAGCATTTAGGTGAATAAACAAATCTTCCAATTTTGGCAAGACAAATGATTTATGATTACCTAATCCGAAACAATTTGCGTACAGTGCAAATTTCTTCAATGGCAAATGACTCAAATCGCAACCATTAAAGCTATTGTTACAATAAATTTTAATAATAGTCAAGCTACTAAAGCAAATATTTCTCAACAAGTTTGAAGTGTTGTTACTATACGAGCCAAAAGCTCCTATATGGTTTCTTTTTACAAATTCAACATCAATATCAATATTGCAACCTAAATGTAATGACGTAGCTGAACTATCATATACACCAGTGGGAATGTCTGGAATTTCTACGATATCGACACTGATTGAATATTTTAGAATACGTTCAAAAAATTCATTATGACGACCATAATCAATGAATTTCCTGATCCGTGAAAAATTTTTCAAAAATTTCTTTTCTCCATATCCCAAAGCCACTATTTCCATTGGTGGCATTTTTTGTTTGTCGATAACATCTGGCGTAACGTAAATATTTTTGATCATCAATGTTGTCAAAGTTTTTGGCAGCTGATCTTCAACAGTAATACTACATGTATCCAATCTTAAATAAGTTAAATGTGATGGATATGTTGTTTTCGAGTCAAATTTTGCATTGGAAATAAATTTAGTTATGTTATTAAAATTAGAAAGTTGCAATACGATTTTATCCGGCGTCATGGAATGGATGAACAATTCTTGCAGGTTAGGTGGCAATTGTACCAAGGAACTGTCTGTTAAATTTTGCCCGACTTGCAAACGTTTAATCTTGGATACAAAATTTTGATCCCAAAATGGATGATCAAGAAAACCTTTTTGTGAATTTGTTAAATTCATTGGTTTGTTTTCAAAATAACATACAGCAGCCAATATTTTTGCTATAAAATTGAGATCACCGTTTAGTTCCAAACAACATTTTACCCATCGTGCACAAAATATATGTCTAATGTTGTAAATCAGACTATTATCAACTGCAAATGGAATTTCCAAGCGGAGAGACTTTATTTTAGAATAAAGACTAGAATTTGTTAGACTAATACTGACTAATAAATTAATATAGTCAATATTCACAATAGCATCAGGATTATTTTTGTGATAGTCAAGAAATACACCCAAAACGTCTACCATTATTAATGTTATCACTGATAACATTAATAATAAACAACTTTATAGAATACCAAGTCGCAATTTTTCTTAAAATTCAATGAAAAATTGTTTGATGTCAGCTGGTGGTTGTAAAATTGTAACACCATTAATAGTATCAATACCAAAAGCCTTTGCATACAAATTTTTGAATGTTGGCACAATATTTGGATTTTTTGCCAGATGATCATAGATCTCGTTGTTTGTTTGTATGTTTAGGTATGCAGTTCCGCTGACTGCGTTTAACGCATGCCATAAAATAGTGTGTGGTCCATTATGTATTTTATCTGTGTAATGAAAATGAATAAACATTTTTTCCAATGGCGGCAAATTTATAAGACTCGTTGCCAAATTCTGGCAACAATATCGATATCCATACAATGCAAATTTCTTTAGAGGAGTATGTGTCAGATTGCAACCGTAAAAACTTCCACTGTAATGAATTTTAACGATAGTCAACTTTGTAAAATGAAAGTTTCCATTAAAAAATGCGGATACTGTATAACAATCTGAATTTATTTTATAACGTTTTTGAAAAACGTCATCATAGTCAATATTACAAGCTAAGTACAGCGTTGAAACTGCACAACTTATTTGCTGTGAAATCTTTGGCAAATTAGGAACTTCCACGATGTCAACATCAACTGAATATTCTAGAATTTTTTGAAAAAACCAACCACTGTGATTATGATCAACAAATTTACGAATTTTACAAAAATTTTTCACAAAGTCATTGTCACCATATCCAAGTGCGACTTTATCCATAGGTGGCATTTGTTGATCATCAATAACGTCAATATTGACTTTAACATGATCAATTATGAGAGTTGATAAAGTTTTCGGTAGCTGATTTTTGACTGTAATGTGACATGTATCGGCCTTTAGGTATGTCAAATATGGCGGATATGTCATTTCAGGACCTATTGGTGCTGAAGAAATAAATTTCACTATGTTATGAAATTGGTGCAATTGACATGCAAGAACATTAGAAGCTGGGCATCTTATTGCTAACTCTTGCAAACCGGATGGAAGTTGCATTAAAAAAGTTTTTGGATCGCAGTTGCACGTAATTTCCAAACGTTTTACTTTTGATGCAAAATATGGATCCCAGAATGGATGGTCAACAAAATCAGATCGACCGCTAACCATTTTAACTGGTCGATTAGTAAAGTAAGACATAGTCGCAAATATATTTGCAATCGATTTCATTCCTCCGTCAACGTCAGCAAAATAAAAATAAATCCATCGTGCACAAAATATATGGCAAAGTTTAGTGAGAAAAATATTATTCATTTGAAACGGCAACTCAATTCTATAAGAAGCCAATTTGATATATGCTTTGGGATTTGTTAATCCAATTCTGCCTAAAAACTTGGCATAATCGAAGTCCACGATGACATTAGGATTGTTTTTGTGCCAATCAAAAAAGACATCTAAAAATTCTAATAATGGTTTCGAATTCATAATTTAAAGAAAATTAATGTTAATTTGCACTATCAAATATCAATAATAATTAGCTAAATAGAATATTAACTCGCAATTTTTTACCATAAAAAATCGACCTATTGAAAAAAAAATTGCACATATTTTTCTATTGCAAATTTCAATAGAAAAAATAACTATTCTGCTCTCATTGCAAATGTCCAAAAACACCCCTAAGGTCAAGATTTCCAAGAAGGGAAAGGTTCTCAAGCCCGTCTCCAAAAAGGATGCCATTCAGCCGCTCTCGGCAGCAACTGTTCAAGCTCCCAGAAAGCCCAAGAAGGTCCAGCAGCCTGTGGCAGAACCATCTGCCAGACCCGTGCAAGGTCGCGTGACTGCCCCTATGGGTCATGTTGCTCATGCCATAATCTACACGAAAGCTGTCCCGATTGCCAATGCTAAGTTCTATGAACTGTTGCGAAACGTAGTGCTGCCATCTGACATTTTGGATTCATGCAGCATCTTGATGTTGGCTGCAGCCACGCCTCAACTCGGAGAAACCATCCACCTGAACAGGAAACATTTGACGTTGCGTGATGGACCTTGTTATTGTGGTCGTCACAAGAGCACGAATGCTTTCAGCACTCGCGTGTGCACACACATGAAGAAAACTTGCTTCTGCAAAGTTGATGCAGATTTTGCACCACATGTCGCTGCGTCTTTCTCTGCATACAAGTACAACATTTTGCAGAGATACTTCAGCAAGGGATTTGCCAAAACTGTATCAACTGCTGGTCCGATTAGCATTGATGGCTCGCTCCGCATTTTGAGTGAGCTACCTGAAAGCTTGACGTATGTGTTGCATAATACGGCGACAAACATCAAGAAATTGGTTGTGCCCGATAAAACCCATACTGTTAGGGTGGAGGATTACATTTCTTCGAGCAGGGAGGACCCCATGGAGCTGATCATGCCATCTGTGACAACGTTGGAATTCTTACACAATCATCATTTCCCACAAATTTCGCCGAAAAACGTCCTGACTTCGTTGACCATTGACATTCGTCATGATGATCACCAAGCCCTCAAGCAACTGACACACTTGACTTACCTAAATATCATGTCAAGCGACTTGGATTTGAATGATCTTCCACTGTCTTTGGAAACACTTGTTGTTGCCACAGCATACCTGTCAGGTTCGTTTGACCCGATGTCAACGTTGAAACACTTGATTATGTCAAGCACATCTGTTACTTCATCTGCAGTGCTGGAGTTGCCACAGACACTGCACACACTTGTCCATCCATATTCCATGTGGCAACCTACGAAAGTTCCTGAGAACTTGATCTGCTATGGTCACTACGTCGACTTTAACAAGTATGCAACAAGTTCCAACAACATCGGAAAAATCGTCTTATCAGATCTTGAAAAACTTGAGGTTTACTTGCAGTTGCCACATTACACAAAGATTTCCTCATGGTTCAGCTTGCAAGGCGGACAATATGTGCCTTCCAGGGACTACAAAGACACGTTTGAACTGCGTGACACATTCGATGGCATGACCAATACAATTGAAGGTCAGCTTCCACCGAAGCTTCGCGTTTTGGGTTTGGTTTCCAATTTGCTCAACAGGCAAGTACAAACTGCATTTGTTGAAGAATTGTGCTGCACCTCAGCAAACTTGAGCAACTTGATGTTCAATCTCAGCATGAAATCATTGCAAAATCTCTCGATTGCAGCACGAAGGGATACGTTTTTCTCTTCGTCTGATTCTGATATCAAGTTGGATTCTATTAGGTCTCCATTTGGAGATCTCGAGTTGAAAGCACCCAATCTCAAAGATTTCCAATTGATCTTGACTTACAGTCCATCATTCAACGATCGTTTTGATATCGTTGACACTGGTCGATGCCGTAGTTCGATTCCGTTCCCCTTGCACGTGCCCAACATCAAAATCAAGTCCATTGTTGTCACAGACAAGACAACCAGTCCAATTTCCAAACATCATGGATCCACTTGCGAAGCGTTTGCATCCGTCAAAAAATCACCAACCAAACATGATGTCGTGCACTATCACGAAACTTCTGCAGCTCTAAGGAGAATCAGAGATCGACAGGAACAGGTTGAATACAAAACTGATAATAACATTGCATTCTTCCCGGGTCCTATCAAAAAATCTGAGATCAAGCTTCTGGATACATACCACCAAGTCTTTGCCTTTGTTCAAGAATCCAAGCATCTGATCCAACCTGGACAGTTCATCGAAATCTGCCACAAAATCTCAAGGTGGAACACAACATTGGAATACCAAACGGAGAACTTTTCGGATTGGATCACAACTGAACACATTGTTGGCGTTTCTAATGGGGTTGACCAACCATTCAACGACATTGTCTACTACCTGCCAAATCTCCATACATCCTTCTTCAGGTTCCCAAATGGAGAATTCGACATGATCTCATCGTTTGACTACTTCAAACAACAGAAACAATAAGCCGAGATCGAGCATAATTTTAATCTACGATTGATAGATAAAAATTAAGTTTTTTGACTAAGAGGTTTTTTTGGTTTGACAAGTTTTTTCTTTATAATTTTCTTTTTAATAATCTTTGGTTTAGGTTCATCTGGTTCATCAAGTTCAGCAACCTTCTCGACTTCCAAATCAATATCGATGTCTGATTTTTTGTCAGTTTCAATATTTTCTTCCGATGATTCATCATCTGGTTTTTGATTTGCGTCAGAAACAGACTGTGTAGCGTAGTTTGACATTATCAACGCTGAAATCTTTTGTGTTTTCAAGCTTGTTGAAGATTTTTTCAATCGATCTTTTGCTGCTAAGAGATCACCAAGAGATGGTGTGAACGATGTACTACTATTTGCTTGTCCGGAAGGAGGCGCTGTTGGTTTCTCCCTGCGAGACCAATCGTATTGTTCAGTTGGTGGTTTCAAAAAAGGTGGTGGCGGAGGTCCCGGAGGTCCAGGTGGAGCTGGTACATAATTTTTAGGTTGGGCATTTAGCATGGCCAAATGTTTAACCGCTGGATCATCTTTATCATCAGGATCTTCTAAAAAGCAAACTGCTTTGAAAAGTTCTCTCAGAACAGAATACGGCCTACTTTTTCTTATTTGTAAAACAGTCCAAGTTGCACCACAATTGTCATCTTTGAACCACACATCAGTTAGTTCTAAGACAAAACTTGCAACACATCGTTTGGTAATTTCTTCTAAAGAACATGCTTTGGCTTTCTCATCATAAACATTAAATAATTCTCCAACTTCTTTATCATAAACTAAATTTGCGCTCATGTAATAAGGATAATTTTCGGATAACGTTTTAACAGATTTTCTGAAGGTCATCTTTGGGTTTAAGTTCCATGCTTTCTTGTTGGCCTTAACGGTGGATTCAATTGTTTCATCTAATTTTCTGATCGCATGATAAAACTTTTTAATTTCATCTTCGTTATGCAAATAAGGAACATTTCCAAAAGACAAACTTACTGACGCGCTTTTCCTACCATCAGATGAAAAATCTTTGACAGCAAATGGAACAAGCATTTTAGGAGTTCGTATTATAATTTTCTGTTTACGATAATTTTCGGATTTCGTTGCTGCAGAGGTATCTTCATCAACTTTGGGTTCATCCGTACTCTCACCAGAATTCTCGGTCGCCACATTATTGGATTTGCTCTCAGAAATGCCTTTGTAATAAACGCCCAAATTTTTGCTAAATTTTCCGAAGCCCAAAGGTTTAACAAAAACCATGTTATTTACGTCAAATGTCTTCAAATCCAAAAAGAGGTTTGACATCGAACATATAATATTCCAAAATTTTGGAAAGAGTATACTATTCTTTAAATCTGACCCAATTGTTTATATTGCCAAGTGCAATTTACAAACTTTAAAAAGTGATTCGCCTTAAATTTAAAGCAAGAAAACGTAGATAAGTATATACATCATGAGCAATCCTAGAACAAATACTAAAAGATTAATTAAAACTATCCCAAAGGAAGAAACCACGGGGATGGAACGAATAAGAGTTCCTAACTCTGCATCCCAACTGCAACAAAACCAATCAGATATTGGACCAAATTCTAGACGACAACCTTCTGAATTACCACGAAATTTACGACAAAATGTCGATATGTCAGTGTCCAGAGTTACTCGAGCACCAAAACCACCACCTAGACAATCGTTAGATCTCGGAGATAATTCTATGAATTCTAGACGACAATCGACAGATCTCGGAGATAATTCTATGAATTCTAGACGACAATCGACAGATCCTGGAGAAAATTCTGGTCGACAATTGACTGAATCGGCGCACTCACTGCAATTCGATGTTGATTCTGCAAAAATTAACAGAAATCTTTCTGCCATAATGTCAAAATACATTCCTAAAAAAAATACACAGAACTTAGAAAATTCAGACATTGACGAAAATGAAACTTGGGTTGACCCTGAAGAAATTGATTTCGATGAAAATGAAACAGATATTTCGGAGGTTGATTTGCAACCTGTGGCGATTGTTAACTCTGAATTGCAGTCAAGTCGTAACAAATTTCCAAGATCGACAGAAAATTCTGATCCTGATGACTTTGAAGAACATATACAAGTGGTTCCAAAACAAAATCCAAAATCTGATTTGATCATTGATTTGAGAGAACGCGTTAACATATTTAGTGAAAGTATTGCAGATATGACCCACATTCTGGGCCAACTTGTCGCAGCTCAAAGAGATTTAACAAATGCAATTCAAAAGTTAACTGATGATGTGCATGATCTCAATGAATATTAACTTTTGATAAGAGTTAATATTCGGGTAGAATTAAATGCGTGAAATTAGTTTCCAAATTATCCGCATTTAATTCTCAGGGAGAATTAAATGCGTGAAATTAGTTCCAAATTATCCACATTTAATTCTCAGAGAGAATTAAATGCGTGTATATAAGGAAATCAAGAACCATGGTGGTAAGAATATCCTTTTATTTTGCGAACGAGAAGATGGAACTAAATATGTTATCAAACACGTTCACATTGATAACCCTGGCAAAATAAATGAAATTATTATCACAACGAGTAACATACATCCATGTATAATTAATGCGGTTAGTGTAGCTGATATGATAGAGAAATTTCCTGTCAATGACAGCGATTTTTTAGGCAAAAACTTCTTTAATTTTTACATGCAGAATCCAAATAAATCTTGGTCAATCGTTTTGCCATTGATTAAAATAGAATTAATTAACATCATCAAAAACTTATCCGATAATCAAATCAAAAAATATTTAATTCAACTTGCATCAGCACTAAAAGCTTTACATGAATTTGGTGTTTATCACATGGATTTGAAGTTGGATAATATTTTAATTGATACATCTGATAACATAAAGTTAATTGATTTTGATACAAGTGAATTTTATAATAAATTCGGATACGTTTCAACTCCAAATATTAAGTGTACTGTCACACATAGACCACCAGAAGGATTTAGTTCAGACAACCGCGAAGTCAAATTTTACAATGAAAAGTTCGACATTTGGAGTTTTGGCATAATTGCATTTGAATTATATTCAAGAAACCCAATGCATTGCCATCCAGATATTCCATCATATGACGATGTTGATAACTACACCTACAATGATATTATTCACAAACTGATTCAATCAGATAATTTTAGTTTGTGTGTTAAATTAACAATTCCACATTTGGCATCATGTTTAAATGTTGACCCATCTTTGAGACCAACTTGGCAAGAAATTTTAGAACTGCTAAGTTGATTAAGAAATTTTTTTTGACAAAAAATTTGTTAACCAACTTGGCAAGAAATTTTAGAATTGCTACGTTGATTAATAAATTTTTTTTTTTGTCAAAAAAAAAAAATTTGTTAACTGTAGAAATGTTTATACAAAATTTTGATTCCGCTCGTAAAGCAAGAAATATGGTGTTCCTCCTCTTAAAGCATCTGCGCTAAGGAATTGATCAGTATCGCTTTGTGCAATATCTGTGGCGATAGTATCATTATACAGAGTGTAAATTAGTTTTCGATCAATGCGGTTAGTTAACACTGCGCACGTGTAATGAGCTTCGCCAACATGAAGAACTACTGCTGATAATGTGTAAGATGCAGTTTTGCCGTTATCAGTTTTTAAGTTTAATCTCAAGTCAAGATCAGTTTTAATGTTGAGCTTTTGTCGTGTCACAGGATCAAATATGAGTAATTGTATGAGGAAATGCTGCGGAAGTGATCTTAGAATTTGGCATTTCACTGTGAATACATAGTCACTGGATCTTGGATCTCTTCTGGCATCAGATCCACCAATAATTTCGTACTGGAAACTTTTTGCTAAGGCATCAGACAAAACATTTCTATCAGCATTCAGATTAGATGTGCTAATAACCCACGGATACACTTGTTCTGTGGGTGGTGGTAGAATAGCTCCGCTGTCATCTACATTCATACTACTTCCATCAGCAGCATGATAAAAATTCCATATTTCCAACGAATAAGATTTTGAAACGCTTTCTGGAAGTTTTTGCAGCACACTAATAATAAATTCTCCTGCGTCGCGTTGTGATGCATCTCTATTATCGCAAATCATAAGATCACGTCCAGATGCATAATCTTCTCGTGTGAATTGGGTGCTTGCTCGTCCTTCCATATATTGCATAACCCGTCTAATACTATCAGTTGAATTGGTTTTGCTTGCAATTTCTTCCGGACTCAAAGTTGCTATTTCACTTTCCGTTAAACCAGAGAATGGTTGCAATTCACCTTGCACAATCGCATTTCGCACGTTAGTCATTTTATAAATAAGCTGCAAACCACTGCCGAAATAACAAGAATTTCCCAAATTTTCTAAGGGTCGGGCTTTTGTTGTGGGTGGAGGTAAAATTAATTCACCAGCTGCTTCAGTATTGACAATTGGTTTTACACAACGATCACCAATATTTACGAATGTTGGTGTAAATGGCACAAATTCGGGGCTATCTGTTTTCAAAAATAGATTATGAATTGTTTCTCTAATATATGCACTGCCAACTAATCTTTGGTTAGCAATTGGAGATTTGCCTGTAAAATCCATTATCAATGTACCAGCTGCAATACCTGACGTAACTGCAGTCACTATGGGTACAATCGATGTTTCCGCGCGTGGAACAGAAATTGTTCCGTAATTTTCAGCTCTGGGTTGCATATTCGGATCTGGTGTTTTACACACAGAGACAGTTGATGAATAGGCTAACCTATTAACAAAACTCATACTATTTTCAAGCAAAGCCACCTGTTCATCAGCTTTATTTATAGTTTGCCCATTTGATACCACATAGAAAACATAGTAGAACGAAATTTTCTGTTCGTATGGTTCAATAAAATCTTGCAATAGTGGCCTATTTGTTTCAGGCAATTTATCAGGCGAACCATCAATTACACTGCGAGGATTTAGCAAACTTTGACCACAAGAAATGGTACCACTTCTGAACACTTTATTTTTGTCATAAAGACCTCTATTTGTGAAAGCAATAGTGTTTACCATACGATTAAATAATTCTGCATATTGTGTGTTTGGTTGGAAAAAACTGCCATTTTCTTGAACCGCATTGTTTAGTTTGTATGTGTCAATGGCATCTTGCCTTAAAATTTCAGTCGTGGGTTTTATGTATGTTTCACTAACAGCATAACCAAAATCATTAATAGCAACATTTTTAGGTTGCGTTGATGCATTATTTCTTAGAGATCTGTAACGATTCCCTGTTTGAACTGCTCCGTTAATTTCATCGGAAATTTTTGTAAAATCATCTTTGGATGCTCCTGCCTGGATACCAATTTCATTGGCACTAGAATTTTCTGTTGGTGCCAAAATATTTGTTGTAAGATATTGCAGTAGTCCCATAACATTTTCATTAATGTAATATGCTTCAAAGAAAGCGTAGATTTTATTTCTGGACCATTTGCCATTTTCGCCTGTATCAGAATCGCTATCATTGGCTCTATTAATTCTGTAAATGGTTTCAACCAAAATATCAATGTACTGATACTTAATCAAAAATCCGACAACAACAACGCCAACCAAAATTAAAATTTCCTTCGCAGCAGATGCAGTTGTTATTGTTACGGGATTTAATTGATATTGTGTTCCGATTGCACCTAAGACATCCAATAAATAAATTGCAAATGCATGATCGGGAACGATTTTATCAGATGTAAAAATAGGATTTGCTGACCATTTATTCATGCGTTTAATCGTAGATGTAATGGTTTCTCGATCCAATAATTTTGCTGGGTTAAACATATCCGCCAGATTAGTTGGTTGACTTTTGTATAAAGATGATATCTTGAAAGATGTTCCATTTGGTCTGTATTTATTATTGATGACATCTAAATTGTAATTCACAATTGTGTAGTCAAGCAATTCTTGTAGAATAGATGATCTTGTATCAATATTGGCTTCCGATAAAACTTTTGTCAAAATATTGAGGTTGTCATCAAAGATTGGTGTTAGAATTGGATTCATTACGTAAGCTGACTTTCTTTCTTTATTTGGTCCGTCTCCAACCACATCGGCGAATATTCTTGACCTAACAGTATTATCTAAAACACTATCCAGATTTGGTGTGACATATGTTTGCAGAATATCTTCATTTCCAGGTAAATCATAAATCAAAAATGGAACACAAACATTATTTTTGGGGTCGACATTTATTTCAAAGTCATAAACCAAAATAGATCTGGATGATATTGGGTTATTAATTGTGGATTTAACTTGGGAAACCAAATGTGTAAATGCTCTAGTTATGTCAATTCCCTGTTCTCTAGTTGCATCTATTTTGGTTATGAAATCCGTAAAATTTCTGTAGTGACTTTCGGAAATTTTCTTGTAAGATGAAGAATTTTTAGGATCACGCAATTCCATGATGTAAGCAAATGCTTGTGATCTATTTTGTAAAACAGTTTTTCCAGATAAGCCAAGAATCGATCCTGCGGTTTGGATATCATGTTGGATAATTAGTTGATTGAAGTTAGGATGACAATCTAAGTTTCCACTTGCAGATGTTGGATTCCAATAATAATTGTATTGAGTTCCCAAACCATATATTTCATAAACCCTAAAGTAAATCTGAGCTCCAGAGAATTGATCTAATGTTGCTTGGAGCATACCGTTGGACGCAGAAATTTGTTGTGGAAGATTTGCTTTTACACCAAACAAACTTGCCGATTTACCAACACCACTGTAACCATAGGTCATGATCACAGTTCCTTGATTATTTACAATATTCGGTGCGATTGACATGTAGGATGCAATCACATCAGCATTTGGAAAAACTGTCGTGTTGTAAATTCTTTTGAAATTTATTCCTTTGCGAGTTTGCATAGCCGAATATGTTTTTTGGTAATAAGCATTAAATGGTTTACTACGCCCAGTTCTTGTCAAGATTCGATCCAACAGATTAAAACTGATGTTCAATTTGTTGCTATTATTTTTGTTTGTAAAAATCAGATCATCATTTGCCCATCTCTTGGCATAAGTTTCACTATAAGGGTCAGTATCTAACAAGAATTCTGCGTCAGGATATTTTGTTTTAGTGACCGCATTGTAAGAACCAGAAACAAAATCGTTAATTCTCAAATGCAATTGAACTTTGTCCATCATTGTGGCACTAAATTCATCTAAATATCGCCTCAAAAGATGAAATTCAGTGTAGACTTCTAAAACACTGCCACTAGTTTTTGTGGTCAAGATTTTGTATTTTACAATTTGCGGATCTTGAACTTTTGCACCTGTTAGGTAATCAACGATCAACCACCTAAACAAAGCATAACATCTCTTCAAACTTATGTAATGATACCTGTAAAGATAACGTCCTACTTCATTAGCTTCTTCAAATGGTTCAGATAGTTTATCCAAACACATCAAAATTGAATCCATAATGTCATAATAATACTCAACAATACCAAAACTCATTTGTTTATAAAACACGGCCACTGGATGATGTCCTTGTAAAGTTCTACCCATTACCATTTTGCCGGCCAGGTAATTATTAATTTGGTCATTGTACAAAATTTGGTGATTGTTAAGATATGCTAAGTCATCCAATTTTGATTTGATCATGGTTAAAATTGTTGTATTATCTCCAATTGCCGTAACAAGAATTTGATTAAGTTCCGTGTTGGATAAATACTGTTGCGTCATAAGAGGACTGAACATGACACTTGACATTAATTCCAAATTACGTTTTACCAGCAGTGTTCTAAATCCAGTCCATTTTTCACCATAAGCTAAGGCAATTCCAATTGTGCGATTAATATTTTCAATTTCCAAGACAATTTCCAATTCTGCATCGTAAGCTGCGCCTATGCTTGGATCGATTCTTGATGTTATTGTTGAAATTTTTCTAATTATTTCATCATAAAGATCTTTGTTGGCTGCATAAAATGATCCCTTTATTAAAGCAAGTTGACCACCAGGATTTAAACTTGAATTCGTCGACGCAGCTGAACTAAATAAGCCATTCAATGCCGAACAAGATGCAAAGTAGTATTTTAGTTGGTCCCTAATGAGAACTAAAGATGCAATTCCCGAGTTTTGAACTAAACCATACATTTTAATTTCGATATCGCGAGCGAACGCATACACTTCTCTATGAATTTCATTGTATGTCGCAATAAGAAGATTTTTATTATGAATGCTTGTATCCGCGTTATCAACACCATCACCATCATCACTATCATCATCTGCGGAAACTTCATCATAAATATCATCAAAATTTATTTTTTCAACCAAAGACTGGAATTCTGGTTCAGAAGCAAGTTCAACCTTAACATCTTCAACGAATTTTGTGACAAGATTTTTGGATAACACATCCGAGGTTCCTGTTGCCGAGTTTAGTAAACCATTAATATACAAGTCTTGAGAAAAAGGTTGAATAGCATCGCACAACTTAACAAGTGAATCTAACTTCAAACCAAGTTCTTCTAAGATTAATTGTGTACTACGATCAGAAACCAAAGCAATAATTAAACACGCTTTTGAACCAACATTGAGATTGTTTGTGTAAAAATAATCAACTTCAGAATCAATTTTGGTAACCTCAATGTTGTCAACTTGGCTTCGCATAGAATTTATTTCAGTAGTGAAATTATTGCTTAGTTCATTTTCTGGAATCCTACTTGGTCCGTTTGTCCTTCGTCTCAAAACGGCAACATTCGCATTGTAATTAGTTTTTCTTTCTCTGGATTCTGTCTCTAACTGTCTTCTTAAATCTTCGTAAGCAGACTGCCAATTAGGATATTTACGAATAACACTATCAGGAATTGGACGTTCTGCAAATTCGACCTGACTAATTTTCTCATAAATATCGATTTTTTCATCCAAACTTAAATTTCTGAAATCGTAATCTAACTTTGTGTTTGTGACAACATAATTATGTTCGATCATTGATAAAAGCCAATTGATTGCATTAATTCTTGAAAGATCACCATGCAAATACAAATCACTATCAGGTGTAAACATTCTCGTATGAAGATTATTTATTCGGTCGATCTTGAAAATAACATAATTATTTATTAACCAACTAATTTCAGGACCTGCGCCCAAACCATTTTCGGGAAAATTTAAATACATTGATCTTGATAAATTTTCCCTAGCGGCATCAATATCTGTTACTCTACTTATGGGTTCATCTGTGATTAATTTTGCGATCTTATTCCATGTAAAGAAATCGGCTTCGTCAATTAATGCATTTAGTCTTTTATTTAGGACCGAATATGTTGACAAATTTTGGACATTAGTCAGAGTGGAATTAAAATAATCGTCAACTGTTCTCTTGTAAAAATCTTGTAAGTCAATATTGCTGCTTACATCAAATACTACACCACTGTCTTCAGGTTGTGAAACATGTTGTTTTAATAATGCAATTTGCGCGTTGGTGAATTTAATTCCAGTAAGCTCTGATTGAATGCCTTTTAAATAGGTTTCCAAATCATTGAGTCTGTGTTGAGATTTTTTAGATTCGGACTTAATTATTTCCAAACTTTTCAAGTTAAAATCGTTGACTTTATTTATGAAAATTAAATCTTCGATCAAAATATTTCCTAATTTCAAATCGGCCTCAAGATTAACACCAATTCGTTTTCTTATCATCTCAATTTGATCTCCTCTAACACTTAATCTTGCGAAATCTGATTCTAACTTGTTTGTTGCCAATGTTAACTGTTCACTAATAGATTCTAGGCTGGCAATTAATTCGGGAATAGTGTGAGTATCAGCCACTGCAGCATCTGTTAATTTAATTTTTTCTGCAAGTTGGGGTAAAGCTTCCGAAAAAATTTCGACTTGTTCAGTATCGATTGTCGATTTTCTGAAAATGCTGTCAAGTGGCGAAGAAGTATCGAGATTGGATATATCTGATAATAATTTAGCCTTAATTTCCGTGATATCAGATTCTGAAGCAAGATTCAATTTGTACAAATATGATGCAACAAGAGTCTTGTAATCGGTGATATATTTCTGTACCAGAGTTGCGTCGCTAGTGGAATCTTTGTAAGTATCTCTAAGCAAAGGGCTCTCAGCAGAAAGTAATCTTTGTAGTTCCATAAAATTAGTATTTTTTTTTAGGACAGATTGAGTACTAATTGGGGATTTAGGATCGGTGTAATAAAGTTCTTGTTTGGCATAAAAATCTCCAACTAAATCTCTGACTTGTGAATCTAATGTGAGGATTATTGTTTTAGATTTGTCTTGATCCTCAAAACTATCCAAATCAATTGTTCTACCACCACTCAAACCCAGTGTATATACTTTTGCATAGGTCTGACCTCTGCTATCGGGAAGTTTATCTAACCTATCCAAAAAATTTGTTTGTGCTGCTTGCAATTTAGCAATTCTGTCACTGGATTGTTTTGGATCTTCTAATAAAGCAACAGGATTTCCATTTTCATCTTTGTAAATTTTTGTTTGAGTAAGAATCCTGAGACCATTTGGCAGATTTTCAATATCCGGCAAAGTTGTGGTTTGTGTTGTTAGATCTGCTAACATTTTAGATGTGGTATTTTCTTGTAAACGACCTGCACTTGTTCCCATAATATCACCATCAGCTTCAATTTGCGCATAAAGGTTAGCAGCATTTGATCTCAAACTCTGGTTAAAAGATTCATAGGGAACCAAATCAACCATATCTGCAGATAAAACAAGTGCAGGAGTAACATCTGAATCACTAAATTTTAAACTGTCATAATATGCTTCAACATTAACACTGTTATCAATTATCTTTTTCTCCGTAACAGATGCAGTTGATAACTTTTGTAGAATATTAAGTGAATTCATCCATAAATAATTAATTTGGTTGTAATTTTTGAAATAATCACCAGTTCTTGTTTGAGCGACAATTTTGGATGCAATTGTGTCAAAATTTTGTGTTGCGCGAATGCTTGTCGCTGTCGGATTTTGTAAATAAAGATTCCATGCTTTAACTAAGGGAAATAGTAAATCTATGGCAATCTTGGGATTTGAACAAGACTGACCGGCTGGTGGATTGTATGAACTAATATCAATGTCTGTGATTCTGGTTGGATAATAGCAAATGTAATTAGTTTCAACATCTGAATCATTTGGTTGCATTTCTAATCCAAGTTTATTAGCTTTTGCCAAAACATCCGAAAAATATGGATTGTAAACAACATCAGGATTCGCATTTATTGCAACTCTGGCTTTATCTGCGATAACCTTGGTTACAAAATCAACTGTGTACCATGACAAATCATTTGGATCAACTGTATTAAAGTCAATTGTTTTATCATCTGCATAATTAAAAATCAAATTTTGCGATTCCACTGACATTTGGCTTAATACTAATTAACATATTAATTAGTATTATATTCGCACGCCAGCATATTAGCACATTGATAGATATGTATTCATCTACCTGTACTCTTTAATTAAAACCATATTGACTGATATGTATTCATCAATCTATGATTAATTAAGCAACGATTCCTTATAATAATACATAATACGATCATGCAAAGGCGTTATTTGCAAACGCCTATGAAGATCACTTCTTCCAAGTTGCATCAATTCAGTAAATGTAAACCATTTACATTCTCTGACAAAACGTTCTTCATAGTAGACATGAAGGTCTTCAGATGTGGGAATATCTTCCACAGGAACATATTTAACCTTCATCAAGAATGTTACATACACATCCTTATGACTTGCATACAAAGGTTGTTTGTAGTTTGCACCAATGTTTAACCTTTCTGCAAAGAATTGCGTATTTGCAGGAATGACACTGTTTAGAAGTTCAACTTGCTGAGGGCTGTATTCAGAATTTCCTAGGAGGGCAGCTCCTGGAAATAATGTATCGCGACTCGAGCGAAGCTCGGTATGCGCTTCAGAATTTCCATTTTGTGGTTCAGGAAAAACAGTAAGGGCTTCATTTTTCAAACAAGAATAAGATTGATCAAGATTTTCTTCAGACAAATAAAACAAACAACTAGTTTCTTCACCAAATTCTCTAGCAGCTGTTTCAAAAATATTTGCATCAGTTTTGCTCTTTTTTCCACCAAAATCATTCCAACCAAATGCATTTTTATTATCTGTTCCTTTCACTATTTTTTGAAGAAGGAACATAGTAACACCATTATGTTGGGTATACGGAATAATTCCGGCAGATTTAAACAGGTTAAAATCCGTTGGCCCTCTAAACGAGTCCATTGAGTTACTACGGGGCCCCTGCACACTCGTTGAAGGGATCGAGTTACTACGATACCCCGGAAGCATACTTGCTGAAGGGATCGAGTTACTACGAGACCGCGAAAAGGGCTTATCTTCTCCTGCAGAAGCGATCGAGTCACCACGAGACCGCGAAAGAGGCTTACCTTCTCCTGCAGAAGGACCTTTCCATGAACACGAATTTAATTCATGTGGCGAAGATGGTCGATTTGATTTCGAAAATTTGGAACTTTTAGGGTGTTCCTGGGTGCTTCTCTGTGCAAATTGTGTCATGGAATTTTGGACACTGCTTTCATGAGAATTTCCTTCAAAATTTTTATTATTGCCATCACAATCGTTAGATTTCGCAGAGAATTTACATGGTTCTTGACGATAAAAAGAATTTTTAGAGTTCTTCTTTTGATACAAGCGAGAAGTTGTTCCGGAAATCATTTGCAAGATTGGCACCCAAATTAAGTTTAAGTTTCTCAGAAAATTGGAAAGTTGAGAATTAAATTATAGTTTGTTGTAATCAACCGAACTACTATAATTAGAATACAAATGTTTATACGATAATCATCCACACATCGAGTCAAAATTTATTTACAAAAATTTTTGTAAATAAATTTTTTACTTTTGGTTATTTTTTGGTACCAGCAGAAATTTTCAATTTGGATTCAAATTTACTTTCAAGTTTGATAGCAAATGTATCAGGTACGATATATCCAATTATATCTGTTTTCTTATCACCTTTACAATTTCTATGACACCCAAATGCAACAGAATACCGATCCTTACGGTCACTATAAGATATCACTACGTAAGCATTTTCACTTTCGTGTTTTTTGTTTGACAAAATACAATGTCCTACATTAACTCTCAGTAAACCCATAATAGGTCCAGAAATTTTCCCTACATCGAAAATGGACCCAGTAATTAGATTTACCATTCTAAAAGCTGCTTCATAAACTTGTTTTGAAAATGCGCATTCTCTTTTGTTTGTTACTGGTGCTCTGGCAACAAAATCCTTGTGTTTTGGTTTAGTTTCTTCATTGTAAAATCTTTTTGCTGTTTCACCAAAATTGTTCATAGTAACAATTTGTTCTTTGGCTAAATCCTTTTGGTTATAAATTCTGATAAGAGAATCTATTAGTTTATGTGATGGATTATCCATTACCAAATTGTAACCATCGATTTTGCTTGAACCAACCATGCGAAGTGATGCATTGTGTCTGACAATTTGGAAATCCACAAATTTTCCACTTGAAATCCAATTTTCAGTTTCATCCCAAACAATGCAAAATAGTTTGTAGAAACATTTAGACATGGACATCCAATCAACAAAGTACAAATTCTTTACAGTGAGATGTCTGGAGAATTTGGTTGGATTTTCTGATGTTGACCAGACAAAAATTAACTTGTCAGTCGAAATATGTTTGAAATACGTATTGATAACAGTAATGATTGTGCATTCTACTCTGGAATTAAAATCCAAAGGAATTCCTTTGTCCCATTTTTTTATGGATTCCTCACTACCTGGCTCTTCAGACAATTGGAAGGGATCTTCAAGTTGTTCTTCTTCAGACAAGAGTTCCTCTTCAGATTCTTCGTATTCCAAACCATAAGAATCTTCAGATTCAATTTCAATATCATCCATATTATCAACATTTGGATCCAATAATTCTTTTTCTGTTTGAGAATATTTAAGATCAAAATCAAAAACCAATCTTCCACCAGGATTCGGAACAGATTTTACATGGTTTACCAATATCTCATGACAATGAGGAAAATGTTTTCTGAATCTCAAGAAAGTCGAAAAATTTCGAAAAATTGCATAAGATCGACCAATGGATCCATTTCTTTTTTTGACTTCGTTTGCTAAAATGAATGCTTCAGTACTATCTATATTGACATTTATAGCCTCATCAAGAATAAAAGCTTCGTAATATTGCTCTTCCATAGAAATAATATTGATGTGTTAAACGATTAAAATATTTAAATAACAATTATTTTGTATGCAATTTTTGTAATTGAATTTAATATTGTCACCTAAAAAATTGCAGAGAAAATTCTCGTTATGTAAATATTTTGGATCAATTTTTAGTGCAAAACATAACATCATGGAACATATTAACACAACATCTGATACAATTGAACCAGTCGAACCTATTGTTCCTGTTGAATCTGCTGTGCCAGCTGTAGCAATTGAACCTATTGTACCTGTTGAGAATGTGACATCAAATACAATGGATGTCAGTACGCCTACACCAATTGCGATCGCGGCTCCATCCGTGATAAAAATACAATTCTTCCTCAAGGGCATGAATGGCAAAACAAGTGTGATTGAGTGCGCGTCTGACGATGAAGTTAGCAAAATCAGATTGCTAGTTGCTGAAAAAGAAAATATTGCTCCCGAAAACCAACGACTCATCTTTTCAGGACGCCAACTTGAAGATGGTCATTGTATATCCGAATATGGTGTTCAGAATAATAGTACAGTTTTTCTGGTTATCCGTATGAAAGGATAAACTGAAAAATTTCTGTAAAATTTTATTTTTTGAAATATTCCAAAAATAAAATTATGGTTGATATCTGAGAAACTGGAAATCATCTAGGGTTTTTTGATGTCTTATGGACTGTACACATAGTTTCATAATGATCAGGTTTAGCATCCGAGGCTGAAAGTAAAACACCTGATGTGGCGTTCGAATCTACGAAATTTGTGGAATTGTTGCATCTAATGCACAATGGTGCTTTTGTTTTTAAAAGTTCCATACATTCTTTGCAGTAGATACCAGATTTGTGATATTTGTATGATATTTTACGATAAAATTTATTATAAAATATTATTTTTTGTCAGAACCATTTGTTTTTGGTTTTTGCATATGTTTAACACAACATCTGTGATAATCATGTTCCGTAATAAAATGAGCGTTGCCAATTGAACCATTTGTAACACGAGGAACCACTAATGCAGCCTTTACTGTGCAATCTTCAACTTCGCATGTAGGTGCTCGTCTGATTACAATGTCCATACATTGCGTGCAAAACAAGTTACCCAGTTTATGAGTAAATCCGCCACATTCAAACAAACAGGGTTTTGTGTGTGTTAATTTTGTTGCAACGCGGTGTTTTTTCATGACAACCTTGCGTGGAGTAGCAGGAGGTTGAAAATCGAGCAGTGGCTTGACCTGATCTGAAGTCTGAGTGTAAACCGCAGGTTGACGGTCAAACAGATGTGAGTCCCTCAGAGGAAAAATCGACTCTTGGAGATTTTGATGACGGTCGAACGAATGTGAGTCCGTCGGAGAGAATTGTTTCAGCAATTCACGATGACTGTGTTTGATAATTGGTGAAGGTCTAGTTTGCACATTAAAAACAATTTCGGACATTAAATCCGAGACAAATGTACGATCATAACAAAATTTTGATTGGAGAGTTTGTTCAACAATTTGGAATATATGTTCACGAATAGCATCGTATTCAGTTTGAATCTTGAATTGAGTATAGTTTGACGCCATACGGATGGATTCGTGTATTTATTTTATATAAATAATAAACAGAATGTGATCAATATTGCAATTTTTTGGATTTTAAGAAAACATTGTTTGGTTAAAATTCAATTGTTGGGAGCAAACCTTGCAACCATCTCACTTTCCTGAGTTTTGTGAAGTTTGCAGCATTGACGGTAGTCCTCCATCGTGACACGATAAGCATCACCGTAGTTCTTCAAGTTGACCTGTCCAACTTTGAGTGACGCCCTGGAATCGCAGCCAGAAACTCTGCATCTAGGTGCAAGACCTGCAACGATTTCCATGCACTTGGAACAGCAAGCCTCAGATTTGTCGCGTGTCATTCTTCTGCATTTGAAGATGCAGGGCTTACACGCCGAGAACTTGGATGGCGATGACGGCATTTGCTTCTTAGCGTGCTTCTTCATAGGTGCTTTGCGCGGTGCTGCAGGAGGTTGCATCTCAAACTCACGAGTTTGAGTAGGAGCCCATGTATGATGAGCGTCGAACTGCGATCCAAAGTTATTGACAGTCTGGTTCTCAATGTTGGTGAAGTTGAGCAACGTTGGTCTTGACATGAAAGATTGTCCGCAATTCTCAATGTTGGAGACGATGGTTGACATCAAATCAAACACAAACTCGGGGTTGCCAGCAAAAACTGTGCGAAGTGAATGTTCAACACTACCCAAGATCTGCTCTTGAGCCAAAGCATATCCTTCCTCACGGATTTCTTCGATAGCAGACTGAGCAAGATATGACGCCATTTGGATTTTCGATTAAAAATCAAAGTTTTTTAGTTTTCAAAAGTGAAAAGTACTATTGACTTTATAATGAACTCTTCAGTTAAATTAAAATAGCAATTTTTAATTCAATAGAAACTCAATAGTGCTATTGATTATCTATTGAATAAATGAAACTTAGATTTGCCTTTTCCTTTGGATACGCGAACAATGTTTTTATTATGAGTTTTGATAGAATTTCTATTGGTCGGTATGTTAGACGTTGGTTTTATTAATCGCTGTTTTTGGCTTATTATTTCCCTTTTCGTTTTACTTGGTTTTCTGCATTCATCTCGCAGAGTATTAATTTGTCGTTCATGTTCTATAGAGGTTATACGCCCATTTATGAGTCCCATACACCTTCTTATTTCATTTTCATAAAACTGATTAATAAATTCATCATGTATTATTTGTTGGTAATGCAGCTCACATTCGATATTTATATTTTCCGTATGTATCTGATAAATAACTGACCTTTGTAGAGCAGGATTTGCAATGGTACCAATTTGGGCATTTCGCACACTTTCACGATTTATGACAACAATGCCAGCAGTTCCAATTTGTGAACAACGTGCACTCATACGATCAATTGGATTATCAAAAATCCCGATTGTATGATTATCACGAATATTGTCTTTTGCCAAAATGAAATATGATTTCAAATCTATTTTTTCCTTTATGAAAATTGGATTTATTGTGGCAAAACCAAAACAGGTACTAATTTTAATACCGGGCGAATTTGATCTGCAAACAATTTTATAAAATGCACTGATTGAAATAGTTCCGCCAATAGTCATTAATAATTGTTTAAGTTCATCTTCACATAGTGTTGCTAAAAATGATTCCCAATAAGTCGATAGTTCGGTTGTTGTTACATCTGAATCGCAGACCGAGCGAAGCTCGGGTCGCGATACATTATTTCCTATTTGCGAGGTAAAAGGAAATTCTGAATCTGTTTCATAGGAAAACATGTTAATAATATCTGCCAACCGTAATACATAATTTCCGCTTAAAATTCTATCTAACTCAATCACACTGTTTGTACCAAACAAACTTCTTAGCTTATCAGTAAAAAGTTGGATTTCAGGAATTTCATTTGGTTTTATGATCATGGACCGATAATAAGCGATTTTAGATTCAAAACCCAGATCTGTTGCAATGAATTCATCATTGGATAATTTAGATACTGTGCTAAATGTTTCTGGAAATTTTATCTTGAAATAAAATTCATAATCTGCATCAGTTAATTCACCTAATAACCACGGTTCAAAATGAAAAGGCGGGATATATCCCGCAAAATTAGCTTCATAAACGACAGTTGCCAGTGTTTTCATTAAATCTTCACAATTGAATACGTTTAATAGGTTCGGTTCCAAACAAAATTGTCCAAAATATCCATTAACCTTAACAATTTCTTTGAAAATTCTGTTGTAAACTTCTCTATCTGCGCCATCTCCATAGGCAATAGAATTGTCAGCATTTACAAGTCTAAATTTTAGATGTTGACTTGCTTCCAGAAAAGGTTTTGCTTTGTGTAAAAATCTGATAACATTATCAGATTTTTCATCAAAATCAATAATTTGATCAGCAAACATAGCGAGCAATTAATGATTTATTATGTAAACCATAATAAATCATTAATTAATTCAATTTTTATTGACCATTTTGAATTCTAGCCAATATATCTTGCACTGCGCCATTAGCAACTAAAGCTCCGGGCTCCATTTCACCAATTCTCAAACCGCCATCCACAGTTCTTCCGCGAGGTGGATGTCTTAAACGCCCTTTTCTATTGCAAGAATCCTGTATGAAAATGATATTATCAGTTTTGCAACTTACAGGCATTTTTCTAACTAATTATTTAAGAGATCTCAGAATTTAATTAAGCTCAGACTTGATTTAATAATGCAAATTAATAATCAATTAACTGATTGATTATTGATTTTCAGATTTGATTAAATAATTAGCATATTTTTTATGCAATTTTTTAAGAATTAATCGGATCTTTTTTCCGATAGACAACTTTAAAATAATTGATTTTTGGTGTACCTACTAGATAAACATCACCCGGGGTTGGTGTTGCTAACAACATAAGTGTTCTCATGGAAAATCTGCGAGGGTGTGCATTTGTGCTATCAGATGTACAAGGTTGACTTGTAGACGTTGGTACAGGCATCCTTGTAATTGTTAATCTAACTTAATTTATTTTTTATATGCTTGTTCAGCAATTGGGTGCCATATCGATTCCAGAACTTTTGTTAAAGTTGAGCATTGTTCCAATGTTGCCACATCACTCAATGATAAACTTATGGCATCAGAAACGGCTTCATTAAGCTTAGTTCTGATCTCGTCTGTTATGAAAATTTTGACATTATCTTTTAATGAGTAATTCATGACATTTCTGGCAAAGCTTTCTAAAGTATTTTTTGCAGAAACCAGTTGTTTGAATGTTTTATCAGCTGCTTCATGGTCTTGTGCTGATTGGATCATTTGTTGAATTTGTTTTTCTGATAAACGATTTTTGTTATCTGTTACAACGAGATTGCGCGTTTGATTTCCTGCAACATCAGTTGCACTAACACTTAGAATACCATTATCATCAATTTCGAATTTGACCTCAATTTTCGGTGTGCCTCTGGGAGCTGGAGCAATTTCCAAATTAAATTTTCCCAGTGGATTATTTTCTTTCGCAATTGTTCGTTCTCCTTCGAAGACTTCAATTGTGACCATAGTTTGGTTATCACTTTGTGTTGTGAAGATCTTTGTTTCGGAACATGGTACGGCAGTATTTTTTGGAATGATGTTGTTCATTACACCACCTGCTGTTGCTACGCCGAGTGATAGTGGAGTAACATCTTTGAGAATAATTTCACCCAAAGCTTCAGTTCCGATCAACATAGCTGCATGAACAGCGGCACCATAAGCAACAGCTTCATCAGGATTAACTGATTCATTAATTTTTTCAGCACCGAACATATCTGCTAACAAAGATCTTATTTTGGGAATTCGTGTAGATCCTCCAACTAAAACAACTTTATCAATGTCTGCGGGTTTTAACTTTTTGTCAGATAGCACTGTGTAGACAGGTTGCATTGTCGATTGCAGAATTTTATTGCAAATGTCTTCAAATAATGCTCTTGATAATTGCATATTAAAATCAATGCCATCGTAAAGTGAATCTATTACAATCCTGGTACTAACATTGGATGATAGTTCTCGCTTTGCTTTTTCGCAAGCAATCTTCAAGCGACGCATTGATCTTTGATTTGATCTGATGTCTTGTTCAGAGATTTTGTTTTTCTGATTATCTACAAAATTTTTCAAGCAATAGTTTTGCAATTCAAAATCAATATCTTCGCCACCAAGTCTAGGATTTCCATCAGTTGCCAACACGTCAAACATATTGTCTTCTAACTCTAGTAAGGTAACATCATGAGTACCGCCACCAAAATCAAATACTAAAACTTTTGTCCCGGATGCTGTTGCAACTTTATCTAAACCATAAGCAAGTGCAGCAGCAGTCGGCTCATTAATAATTCTCAACACTTCCAAACCGGCTATTTCACCAGCTATCTTAGTTGCAGCTCGTTGAGCATCATTAAAATAAGCGGGTACAGTAATAACTGCTTTTGTAACCGGTGTACCAAGATAAGTTGTGGCATAATTTTTCATCGCCCTGAGCACATAAGCTGATATTTGTTCAGGTTTCATTTCTTGTGAACCAATTAATACCTGATCAAGTTGATTTGTTTTTACTTGGAAAGTGAGTTTTGATAAATCATCTTGCAAAGCTTTGTCACTAAAATTTCTCCCAATAAGTCGTTTTACATCATAAAATGTGTGCGGTAAATTCATTGCGACTTGTGATTTAGCAGCATCTCCAACCAGAATTTCATTCTGATCAAATGCGACAAATGATGGGGTGGTTCTGCAGCCATCCGAATTTGCAATAACTTCAATTTTGTTATTTAACCAAACAGCAACGCAACTGTTTGTTGTGCCTAAATCTATTCCAATAGCATAGTTTGATTTATTTTCAGACATTAGGATAGATTATTATTCATAGAAACATATGAGTAATAATTTATACTATGAGATTCGCATGATCAATTAATTTGTTTTCCAACAGGATCTTGGTAATTAATTTGCCGGCTTCTGTACTGATTGAATTGTTTCTGCAAATCAAATACCACATAATTTCTGTTGGTTCTACATCTGACAACAGACAAGAAATTTGTTTTTCAGACTTTGTAAAGCTATGTGGATCTTCTTTTTTATGATAGAACGGAACCTTTTCGTATAGATTATGAATTTTCATTACAGACAGTTTCGTTTTGTGGATGATAAAGTCTTCTCGTTTAAATTTCTTTGGATCTAAATTGATCAATAAATCCAGTGCCTTATCCAAAGCCGAAGCAATTGATGAACTTGTTTTTACCAAGTCTGGGCAATCTGAAAACCTGATATCAGTACTATCTCGTGTTGGCTGAAGATCCACTAAACTTACAACACATGTATAAAGTTGTCTGGTGAGAAAACGTTCGTGAATTTCACAAGCTTTTTCCAAAGCGGCTCGTTGTTCGTCGTTAAGATTCCACTGCATCCAATCAGGATTAGTCGCAAACAATTTTAAATAATTTGGAATAGTTGAATCAACAAACTTACAAAATTTTTCCATATCATTAACAGATTCCGTTATCTTAAAAATTGGATTAACTAAGCGGAAAATGTCAGTCAACATTTCTTCGTAGATCTTCACAGTTTTATGATTGTAAACGGACTTGTGCATGTAATACCTGGATGAATAACACAAATAAGGCTCCAGACTTGATTGTTTAGGATAGGCAATGTTTCCATTTTCGTCAATGATAAAATCTGTTGTCAGCCTCTGATAATCAAATGGCAACTTCTTGTTCAAGCAGTAAGAATCTCTGAGTAAATAATCGAATTTATCAACATCTAATCCTGTGTGATAATTCGCGACTATTTGATAAAGTGCTCCTGTATGTTGATCACCAGGTTTTATTAAACTTTTAATAAAGTTGATATGTTGTTTTGTTAGAACATCGCCCAACACTCTGGTACAAATTGTTTCCATGATCCAACAAGATCTGGCTTCGTGTGTAGCAAATGGATGCTCTGATTTACCCATAAGCACATCATCAAACAAGTGACTGTATGGTCCGTGGCCAATGTCATGGCACAAGCCAGCAATCTTATAACATTCAACAATTAGGTCGTCAAGTAGCATCGGTTCAGACTGAATTTCTTGGATAACAAATTTTCTGTTTGGATACGAATCTTTAATGTATGTGATCATATTGCCAGCCAAATGACTTACTCCAATTGAATGTTCAAGTCTGGTGTGTGTTGCTGCTGGATAAACATAATGACATAAACCCAATTGAGAAATGTGTCTTAAACGCTGAAATTCAGGTGTATCAACAAGTGCTACAATATTTGGACTCAAACGGATTGTTCCATGAATCCTGCAATGAATGATTTTGGAACTGCGATCTGCTGCCATTTTCAATAAACTCTTTTGTTTATGTCTTTGCAAAAGTAAATTCTAATTGCAATTTTTCACTTTTTATTTGCGAAGCTTGTCTTTGCAAATAAAAAGGATAATTTGACAAAGTTTATCTTTGTTGAATTTCACTTTTTATTTATTAAGCTTGTCTAAAGGATAATTCAGTAAAATTTATCTTTGCTGAATTTCACTTTTTATTTATTAAGCTTGTCTAAAGGATAATTTGACAAAGTTTATCTTTGCTGAATTTCACTTTTAATTTGCAAAGCTTGCCTTTACAAATTAAAAGGATAATTTGACAAAGTTTATCTTTGCCAAATTTCACTTTTTCGCAGCTAACGTTATAAGCATAATGGCTGCACTTAAAAATATGCGTAGAGGTCCAGAAGACAGTGCAACTGCGCATGGACTTGGAGATATTCTCAAAGGTAACGACAAAAAATGGTGGATCGTTGTTCAAGATAAAAATGGTCGCTACAGATGGGCACCATTGAAAGGTGAGAAACCAAAGATTCCTGTAAAAAAACCACAAAAACCTAGATCAGATAAAAAGTCTGCCATCAAGAAAGCCACACCCAAAGTTCAACCTAAAGCTACACCAATGCCTAAACCATCAAAAGAAAAAATTCCCGATGAACACTTAGAAAAACTAATGATACTCAAAATGGAAGTCATCGTTAGGCCACCAACAAAAGTAGTTGGCATGGATAAAATTGGTGTATGCTATGGGTATTTTGAACTTCCAGAATCTGGAAAGAAAATTGTTGCATCTAAATACAAAAATAAACTTATCGAAGTTCCAAATTCTTCCGCAAAAGGCACAGAAAGAAAAGGCATGCAAATGTACATCTCAAAAAATCATGACGACGATTGGCTTTGGATCCCATTTAAAATGCCAGATCAAACACCCAGTGCAAAAGCATATTATGCACAATTTTACATTGAGGAAGGCCCATGGGATCCCAAACCAACGATTTTGAAATTAAAAACAATTAAACCAGCACTTAAGGCAGCTAACATATATTTTGAAACTGTTGGTTGGAAAGGTATATATGCGGACATCGGAGAAATTCACTATGCAATATATGCAAATGTTGCCGAAGACAAAACATTCCAAAAGAATCATACTAAAAGAGACGGCATGACCGAAGTATCGTATTTTGGTATTTCTGATTTTGATTATTTTAATGCAACCAGAACATGTTATTTGGAACTCAGGACTGATATCAAACCATCAGATGTCAAAATATTCAAAGAAGTTATGTTTGACACTTTTGGCGACAAATTCGTTATCAAAAATGGTAAAATTCCTAAATACTACATTGAAATTTGGGACAAATTCAAGAAAAAATAGTTTTGAATTCAGATGAAAAATTATTTTTCATTGAAATTTGGGACAAATTCAAGAGAAGGTAGATTAAAAAATTGCTTGTAAAAATTGCAAACAATTTTTCTGTAATCATTGACATAAACTCATAACACCAATTACTTGCACACTGCACCTAATGGCGTCTCGTAGTGACTCGATCCCTACAGCAGGTATGCTTTCGGGGTCTCGTAGCGACTCGATGCCTTCAAAACTTAAAGTTTCTTCGGCGTCTCGTAGTGACTCGATGCCTTCGAAATTAAAAGTTTCTTCGGCGTCTCGTGGTGACTTGATACCTTCAACACCAACTGCAGTAGAACCAAAAGTTCATCCAACATCCATTGCCCAGGTTCTGGCTCAATATAGATCCGAAGAAGCCGCGTTAAAAAATGTTCCGATGCCAACTTCAATGTTTGAGTCTATGCCTTGGATTGAAAAATATAGGCCAAAAGTGTTTGCCGATTTAATTTTGGATCCAGACATAAAAAAACAGCTTGAAATTTTTTTGAGAGATATACCGAATCAACATTTGATTTTGACTGGAGATCCGGGTGTTGGTAAAACTTCTGCAGTTAAATGTTTGGCAAAAGAACTTCTCGGTGAACAACTTAATGAAGGTTATACTGAATTAAATTCTGCAGAAGATCGTAATGCTAAAAGTATTTCTGCACTTATCCCACCATTTTGTAAGAAAATTTTCCCTTACAACAAATCTAAAGTTATTTTGTTGGACGAAGCTGATAATGCTACAGACAAATGTCAATCTGATCTAAGTGACCTAATTAAACAATTTGGAGCAAAAACTAAATTTGTTTTCACCTGTAATGAATCGCACAAAATTATTGAAGATATTCAAAGTGTTTGTTTAATCGTACACTTTAAAAAAATGTCTGAAGAACAAATCATAATGTATTTGGAGAGAATATGCAAGGCTGAAAACGTAAAATCAGATAAAGCTGGTCTTGCAATGGTGTCCAGCATTGCAGAAGGTGATATGAGAAAAGCTATAAACTGTTTACAGCAGACAGCTGTAACATTCGGCAAGGTAACAAAAACTGCTGTTATGAGTATTTGTAAAATACCTGATCCCGAACGTATTGCAAAAATTTTGGATTTGTGCGCAAAAAAAGAACTTCTTAATGCTAATCTTGAATTGGAAAACATTATAAGGGAGGGATACTGTCTGCAAGATATCACAACATCTATCATTAATTTATTATCTGCTGATGCTAATCTTGAAGACAAACGTAAATACAAACTGGTTGACATAGCATCTCACACAAAAGTTTTGCTTAGCATTGGTATCAAAACGAAATTACAAATGTGTGCAATGCTATGTAAGTTAATTGAAAATTATGCTTGATTATTAAACCAAACATAATTTACATGAACTTTTCAGGTTCATTGGAGAATATCCAAATTAAATCAAATTTCAATCTGTGCTCGTTGACACTCTCAGAGACTGTACGTCTGTGCTCACTGGCGTTCTCAGAGACTGGACGTCTGTGCTCACTGGCGTTCTCAGAGACTGGACGTCTGTGCTCGCTGATGCTCTCAGAGTCACATAATTCTGTTGTTGGATTTTGTACGAGTAGTTCTTTAAGATCTGAGAGGTGTTTTTCGTATGCATTCTTAAAATTTTTCTCCAGTTCCATAAAAAGTGTTTCTTGTATGTTGCTTACATCAATAGCTAGTTTTCTACATAGAACAGATGAGTTTCTGTTATTTAGTATTTCTTTGGCTAACCTTAGTCGGTGTTCAAAAAATGTTTCAGCAATAAATAATGGATCTGCATCATATGTACTAACATAATGCATTGCAAATCGTAAAGTCAAGTCCTGAATTTTTGCAAAATCAGGCACAATTTTTGTCCATCGTGTACTGTTGATTGTTACATCGAATGATTGTGCTTTAACAAGAGCAAATGCATCTGGCACATATTGTGTCCAATCAGAATCAACATGTCTAACGTGTTCCCATTTAATATGGTGACTTTGTGCACACAAATAATTAAAAGTTACGCAATGTGATGCATGTATGTCAACATTCAAAATAGTCATCGTTCGCAGATTTGGCATTGCTTTTATCATTGTAAAAAAGGTGGCTTTGTCAATAAATTCACCAATGTAGCATTTTGATTTTCTGTAATTTATGGCTCCATTATCGCGTCCATCCAGCGATAAAGACATGAGTTGCGGTGTGTATTTGAGCAATGGCAAAATTGATTCGAGCTCTGAGTTTATGGAAACATGTTTAATATTGTGTTTTGACGTAAATATTTCATGTGATCTAAACTCGCGTATGTACCTAGCCATGGTATGTGCATCCGAAATACTAACATTTGTAACTGACGAAAAATTGTCAGCAATAATCTTCACATTGGGTGTGATCTTAATTTTGTGCAAATTCTGACTGGAGATTTTAACATCAAGTTCTTGTTCGTAAGTATGACTTGCATTACGCGCATCGACTAACATGATTTGTATTTTTTCCAAAAAAATCATCGATGTCAAATCTAAAATTGAAGTCAAATTAGGTGTTTTGTTTGTCAAAGTAACTGTTAATTCGATAAGATTTGGGAAACATTCAATATTCTCCGGATACGCAATGCGCAATTTCGTAATGTTCTTGATACAACAATTTTTAACATCATTGATTATTGGTTGACCGAGCAACAACAATGTTCTAAGGTGGGATAAATCTTTCAGAAAAGATGTAGTAATTGTCGCAGACCATATGATTAATTTTTCTAATTTTGGGAAACTATTAATTAATGAAGGCCTGCGGTAAAGAATTTCACACGGCCCAACGATTGATAATTTTTTCATTCGTGGGCATGATTGTTGCACTTTAATTAAAAATTTAAAATAAGATTTTTCCATGCATGGCCAAAAACTGGTTAAATATTGGCTTAATTGAGAACCAGTTGTTTTTTGTAATTGATATGGAACATCAATGTTTAGCATAGCACCGTGAATTAACAATTTAGTTTCACTATAAGCTGAACATCCTATCCAGAAGTTAATAAAAGATTTGCATTCGATTTGATTATTTAGATAAGATAAGCATTGTACTAAAACGTCAGTTGAAATTCTGGACAAATAGCAAGCAGGATCCATTTGGATCTGTTAAATACATCAGAATACATTAGATGACAATCAACCAAATCAAAACGCAATTTTTATTCAAAAATATTTTTTTGGATAAAAATTAATTCAGCCACTCTAACTCCAGGTCAAAAATTTTGTTTTGTTCATCAATTTCGCGATTGAAGGACTTCATATTTTCAGGGAACGCGGATCGCATGTAAGTTTCTAATCTCTCACCTAAATGTCTTGTTTCTATGGAAATTTTTCTGCAAACAGTTTTGGTCAATAAATCTCCATTTAATATTCGTGTAATCAATTTGTTTCTCGCGGTGAAGAACAAAATACAGAATTCATTAACATTAGTTGCAAATGTTCCATCCCATTGAACTAAAAAAAATAGTGTTAGTTGTGTAATTTGTGCGAAATATTCTACGACACTCGACCAATAATTGGAATCAAGTGTCACATCAAATGTTTGGACAGATTTTAAGGCATACACCTGTGGCACGTAATCTGTAGTATCAATGCCCAAAAATTTAATATGATTCCACTTAATGTATGTCGATTGCCAACATAAATGATAAATTGAATTAAGATGTTTTGCATGAATGTCGATGTGACTCATTTCCAAGCGTGTAAGATTTTTCAAGGCAATAACGCATTTGTAAAATTCTAACACATCCACTGACTCATTGATCGAGTATTTAGACTGATCTCTTGGAGAACTAATTACATTGCCATATATCGCCAAATGTATCAATTTGGGTGTATACTTAACCAATGGCAAAATTGACACCAAATTAGTATTCAAGAAAAGTTTTTTGATGTTTTTTGAATAGATAAACAGGTCAACTGATCTGAATTTTCTAGTGTAAGGATTTGATGGTAAATAATCTGAAACACTAACACTTTCCACATTTCCGAAATATTGTGTCGTGGAGATTAGCTTGATATTTGGAGAAATCTTAATTTCGCGCATGTTAGAACTGGAAACTATGACATCCAGTTTTGTTTTAAACTTATTTGGAAAGATGCTCCAACTAAGTAATCTCACCTCAAATTTTTCCAAGAAAATCATGCTCGATAAATCCAATATATCATCCAATTTCTTTGTCGATAAAAGATCAAGACACAATTTTACGAGATTTGGGAACATTACTACAAAATCATACTTTGTATAGTGCAACTTAGTAACATTTTCAAATACACAATCTGGTCCAATATCATTAGTTATGCCATGTTGATACAAACGCAAAGAATTTAGCTTCTTAATTGTTTTAAGGAAGCTTGCTGTTAATGCGGAATGAGTTGCAACTAATTTTTTGAGTTGTTTAAAGTTTCCAATAAGTTCATTTGGGGGTTGATGTGAAACAGTAAATAAATCTAATAATTCTATTTTTTTCAATCGATGATATTGCTGTTTCTCCATTAGAAATTGCAAATAGCTATCATCACCATGTTTGTTATATCTTACATATGTAAGATATTTAGATAATGCTGAGCGTGCGCATTTTTCCAAAAAATATGGCACATCAATATTCAAAAGTGCACTGTGGATAAGCAATCTAGTGCTTGTGCAACCTGTACATCCAATCCAAAACTTTGCGAATGACCTCTTGTTTGCAAAGTTATTTAGATAAGATAAACATCGTACCAATACATCAGTAGAAATGTTCGCTAAGTAACAAGGTTTTTCACCCATCTTTAGCGTGGAATATTATCTGATATTAATTTGTTAACAAACATGCAAAATTAAAATGCAATTTTTATCCAAAAAGTTTTTTAGATTAAAATTAATTAGGATCGCAACTTAAATTTTTCAAAAAGTTCTTCTGGTGAATAATGCGTACTTTTGATGTGGGCAAATAACTGTTTTAGGTTGTGATGATGATTTGTGAACAATTTAATATCGGCACTTACATGCCCAGAATCATCGAATTGAAATTCTTGACAAATTTTAAAGTGAGAAAGGTCAAATTCTTTCTCCAATCTACTACCAATATATTCGCATCGTTTAACATCAAATCTTGCGATGAATGTTTCGACATCTACTTGCGATACGTAAGTAGATGCTTGAATGAAATTAAATTTTTGTGATGTCATTGTGTGCCATTTTTTTATAAAACGCATTTTAATTTTAGGTATCTTGACAAGACTGGTCATTTGTTTAATCCAGTCATTAGATTCTATCCATACATCTAATGATTGGAGATTTTCGAGACATGCATCTTTCGGCGTATATTGTATAAATTCTCGAAAAACAGAATACGTAACTCCATGGCATACAAGATGGCTTAGTCTTGCACAAATTTTATTCATTGTTTCAGGATGGTTGTGATGCAAATTAACTTGATAAAGTTTGAGCGAAGTTAATTTTTCTAATCCTGTTAAAATTTTATCGAATTTATCATGTGAGATAGCCATATAATCGCCTGACATAGACAACGATGTTAAATTAGGCATATATGGCAAAAAATAAAATGCGTTACGTGAAACAGATTTGATACTAAAATGTTTTAAATTGTATGTATATTGGAACATATCGTTCGACCTAATTTCCCCAACATAATCATAGTCACCATTTGCGATTTTAGCCTGCGTTAACTTTGGGTAAGTTTTCGAATCGGAAATTAATTTTACCTGAGGTGAAATGGTAATTTTTTCAAGATTTGCATTGGACACAACAATATCAAGTTTACTGTGATCTTTTCGCACTTGGATATCGCTAAAAACGGCAAAAAATACTATTTTAAGATCTACAAGAAAATGGAGATGTGATATATTGATATGTGATATTACATTTGCACTTGAACTTGTTATTTTGACAGCCAGACTTATTAGATTGTTAAAAAGTGCAACATCAATAGGATGTTGAGTGTAAAGGCGTGTAATATTTTTCGGTACATAATTATCATTAATAATTGGATCTGTATCGCGTAACGAAATCGAATGAAGTTTTGGAAATTTTTTTAGGAATGATGTTCTAATTTTCATTGTGTATGTTACAAGTTTTTCCAAATTTGCGAATTTTGTAAAATAGTCTGGAAATTCTTTAATATCTTCGTCATAATTTTCCCTGATGTCAATCTTCTTCAAACGTTGGCAATTCTTTTGTTGTTCGATCAAAAATTGCGCATATGCCTGTTCTTCAAGATAAACATTAACTGATGTCAAATATTGGCTCAATGTAGATTTTTGTTTTTTCTCCAATGTATGAGTGACATTGATACTTAGCATGGCACTGTGGATTAAAAATTGTGTGTTAGAACAACCTTTGCATGCAATCCAAAAGTTAATAAAAGAACATTTTTCTGATTCAAAATTTAAAAATCGCAAAATATGTGCTAATACATCTGCAGATATTCTGGACAGGGAATACATTTTATTGAAATAACGGAGAAAATATTGTAATAATTGTTCATGCGAATGCATTGAGCAATTTTTTCTTACGAAAAATAATTTAAGAAAATAGTTAACAGCCATTTTAGATTGAACAATGGATGTTCTTAAAAATTTTACATCAGATTTAAATGTTATCAGTGATCAATTTGATCTGACTTCATTAAATGAACCCATTGTTAAGATGTTGATCAATATGCTCGAACATTTTGCATCGAAACATGAAATTCAACCAATGTATGTGTGTTTGAGACATTTGGAAACATTAAAAATTTCGTACGTTGATAGCATACAAATTAACCAATTTAAATTTTTTATGAGAATTGCTGAGTCAAACATTATTGCTGCTGATCAAATCATTGGAATAGATGCAAGTTTTGCCAACAATTCGACACTTAAATTTGCCATAAAAACTGGAAACTTAGATGCAGTCAAATATCTTGTTGAGAAAAATGTTATCAATGATTTAGATGAACTAGCAGAATTAGTGGAATTGGCTACAGAATGTAAATTTGAAAATATTATTGAATATCTGTCTGATGATAAGTTGAAAAAGAGTATTGGTTCAGATAGTGAATCAGAAGAATCTGATAGATCAGATGATTCAGAAGGAGAAAGTAGTTCTGAAGTAGAAAGTGCATCAGAAGAAGAAACTAAAGACACTAGCCCGCCCAATTGTAGAACATTCAAAGTAATGTCTGGTAATGGTGATTTTGTTGGACGATATGTTGGTACCACACCAAAAGTTGCTGCGTCTAAGGCTTTTACTCAATTAATGCGAAAAATTAAATGTGATAATGGGAATGCTTCAGTTGGACCTATTTCTACAAAAGTGGTTCTAAAAGAAGAATCGCGCGACGGCACAACATCAAAAATTTATACTTACAACGCCCGCAGAGTAAAGTTAGATCAACCGCAAGAAATCGATATTCCTGGTCCAGATGGTACTGTTAAGAAAATTTCTTACACACATGCAAATCAAATTACAAAATGTGCATCTGATTTAGATCAGAATTCTAATTAATAAATAAATATGAATTCATTTATTAATTTTCAGAATTAAATCAAGCTCAGACTTGATTAAATAATGCAAATTAATATTAATCCATTGGTTAATATTAATTTTCAATCTAAAATAATTTCTGGTTTGAACTTGTTGTTAAGTTCGTGATATTTATTTAACATTTCTTGGTGAGTAAAAATATGCGGAAATAATTTTGACACAATTTCTAATGAATAGAAAGTATTTGCATAATCTCCAAATTTCTTTTTATCGATAGCAAATGTGGAAGAATCGGATTTGCCAAACCTAAGTTTTTTGCAAATTTTTTCTGTGGGTATTGATTTAACGTATTCATACATTTCAACGCGGAATATTGCCATAAATTTTGGAGGGCTGACTGGAGGTTCGCCTTCATAATCTACGCGTATTGAACCATTTCGTGATAAATATATTTGGCGATTACTAGCAAAACGAATGTTAATAATTGGTATCTTTACAAAATGTGGTACTAAGTCAAACCAGTCAGCTATATCCAATAAAACATCCAACGACAAAAGATTTGAAATCGGACACATTGGAGAAAATGGATGATTACCTGATTTGACGTTTTTCCATTCAAGATGTAATAACTTGCATAAAACCTTATTCAATGTAAATTTATGATAACTATGCACATTAACGGAGCAAAGAGATAGCTTTTTTAGATATTGCAAGCCAGCGAGCAATTCGAACATTGCAACAGATACTGATGAATAATCTCCTGTAAGCCATAACGATGTTAATTGTGATGTGTATTCCAAAAGTGAAAATACTGAAGCTGCTATTTTAGTACTGATTTTCAAATGACGTATGCTAGGTTGTTTAACAAGAAAATCTTTTGATCTAAAAGTTGTACCTCCATCAGCAGCATCACCATCAGAAATAGTAACATTAGTTAAATTTGGGCACAACGTTTCCGAAATTAATGAAACACATGGAGGAATGAAAACTTTTGACAAATTAGGAGCAGATATTGTTATATCAATATCTATGATGCTTTCAAGGGTATCTTGAATGAATATTTTCAAATTTTCCAAAAAATGAAGTTGTGATAAATCCAAAGTTGGACTTAAATTCCATACATTCAAAGTTAATCTTGTCAAATTGGAAAATAAAAGTGCGTCAGAAAATTGTTCTGAGCAAAGTCTCGTAACTTGTCCCAAAGTTGATCCATTCTCAAGATTATTAATAATAACCTGTCCTCTTACATGAACATATTGGAGCTTTGGTAATTTTTTTAGTTCTGATGCTTTTAATATTACGTAAAATGTCTTTAATTTTTCAATTTTTGAAAAGTTTGCGATCAAATCAATTTCTTCATCAAACAGATCTTCATCGTCCGCGCGAATGTACAAACTTTTTAAACGTGAGCATTCCTTTTGTTTATCAAATAATAAACGCAAACATTCAAAATAACCTATTTCTAAATCTATGTGGGTAAAATAAGGAACCAGTCCAATTGAATTCTGTTTTGATAAACAACATGGAATATCAATTTTTAACATTGATCCATGAATTTTTAATCTCATATCTCCACATCCCAAACATGCTATCCAAAAGTTAACAAATGACTTTTTCTCCGGTTCGGTTGCCAAATATTCCAAACAATGTGCCAATGCATCAGATGAAATTTTAAGTATGTAACAATCAATTGTTTTACAGTCTCGTGGTGACTCGATCGCTGCAGCAGGTATGCTTTCGCGGTCTCGTGGTGACTCGATCGCTGCAGAAGATGAACTTCTTTCACGGTCTCGCAGTGACTCGATCGCTGCAGAAGATGAACTTCTTTCACGGTTCATTTTTGACCACGTCAAACATAAAATACCAAATTATTGCATTTTGGATTTGCAATGGAAAAAATAAATCAATTTTTATTTGGGCGAACTTGTTCACTAAAATAAAAATTATTCTTGACACAAATCCTTGATTTTTCCCATTGTGAGTTCAGTGTGAGAAATCTTTGCGACTTCAGGATATATCAAAATCCAATCAGATGAATCAAGAACTGCTTTCAAAGATTTTAGTTTAGAAATAGCGCTTTTATTAGGCGCAAATCCCTTGTTATTATTGTTGGCAATGTAATTGGTAACGTAACACCACGTTAGATGTGATAGTTGCCTGCACCATTCATTTAAAGCTGGAATATGAGATTCATTGACAGACAAATTTCGGAGTTCAAGATGTTGTAGGTTTGGCAATCGTGAAATTGCTAATTTGAATTCCGCTTGCGAAATGGCGGCAGAAATTTCACGGTTTTCATACCCATATCCTCGTCGATGGCGATATCCATTTATTGACAAGTGGGTTATTTGCGGTGTATATTCAAAAAATGGTAATATGGGATCAATGTGCGTGCTCAACGACAAATGTTTTAGATTAGGTGAGCGCGTAAAAATGTCTTCCAATCTGATGGGACCTGCATACGCAATATCCACACGATTATGACTGTAATAAAAATTTGTGTACCCATCTGAAATTGTCAGATGCGTCAAATTCGGATACGCCTCACAAATCAATTTCGCATTAGGTGAAAGCTCAATATTTTTCAAATTAGTGCCTGTCACAACAACATCAATCGTCGTGCGAAATGGGCTGTGTTCTTCACAATGATCTGTTACCAAAACGCGTAAGTTTTCCAAAAATTGGAACTCAGACAAATTCAACAAATAATGCTCATGTTTTTGATCACAAATAATTTCGAGTTCAAGCGCCACCAAATTAGGGAACAATACCAAAACATCAGATTTTCCATCAGAATCACAAAACAATGTTGTAAATTTTATTCTATCAAGACTTAATCTTGTGATGTTGATCAAATTATGGACATTCGCACTATTGCAAATAGTAGTCCCATGGAAAGAAAGGTTGTTCAATTTTGGCATTTTCATCAAGAAAGACGTGTCAACTGTCGCAGAATATAATGAAATTTTCTCCAAAGCCTGCAACTTTTCAGCTTGATCTAAATTTATCGCACTGCCACTCATATATGCTTTTCGCAAACGACAACACGCCATTTGCTCTTGGGCGATAAAGCATGTGTATTCCCATTTGGAATATTTGTAAAGGGATGTCAAATATGGACTCAAACGAGTCCGTATTGTTTTTTCCAAATAATATGGAACATCAATTGTAAGTAAGGCATTGTGGATTGGACCTTTCATAACATTACAACCTAAACACGCAATCCAGAAATTAACAAAGGCTCGCCTTTCGATTTTAGTATTGAGCCATTGCAATATTAAAGCCAGAACGTCCACCGAAATTACTTCCATATTGGAAACTGAGCTCAGCTCAGGTGGCAATTAGTTATTTTAATAGAAGCTTGAGCTTCTATTAAAATTCCGAATAGCATCTACTTTTTCTACAGGTTTACAATCAGAATTACATGTCAATTTTTATTTATGCATTCAATCAAATAATGTAAATTAATGTTAATCCATAGGTTAATATTAATTTTCAACGATACTACAATTGAAATAGGAATTATTCGGTAAATCGCGTCGCAAATTGAATTCCATATTATGGTTATCAACTTCTATTTTTATTTTTGATTGTAGAACATCCAGTTCTTCGATACACGTTTTTCCAATTTTAATTTTCAAATATTTGCACGCTAATTCTAAACCGAAAGGTAACCAGTTAGATCTATCAACAATAAATCGTCTGATGAAATCTTGGAGAGCAATCAAATAATACCCTTTTGGCAAGATCACATCAAAGTTTACTGTAAGTGATTTCATTTTAATGAATTTTTGTATTGGCAATGATTGCGCTGAGAATTTGTATACAGTCACGACAAGAAAATCAAGCTTGTCAGATATAAATTCGTATGGATAAATTTGCGAACCAAGAATTGATGTTACATTTTGCCATTTCAGATGAGTTACTTGTGCAAAAATTTTTGCAAGTGATGGCGATCGTGGGTTGTAAATGCATACATTTGAAATATCCATTTTTTTTAGATACTTGTATGTGTATGCAGAATCAAATGTGATTGGATATTGACCATAATCAATTGTCAAACTAGCCAAATTTGGCGTTTCTTCCAAAATTTGTGACATCGCTAGGATGTGAGCAGTGTGTCTACTTTTGAACAATGATCGGGATGTTATACTTGCCATGTTGCATGTTGAATCAATTGTGCAATTTTCACTCACAAATGATGTCAACATTGGATCGGTGGCAATTTTAACGATAGACCCGTGTTGCGAATTTATTTCAAGTTTTGTTAAGAAATGCATATGTTCTAAATTCACTACGGTGAGCCCATCAACATCGAGATGCAAGCAAGCCACATTAGGAAACATATCTAAATGTGCGACGCATGACATTGATAAATTATAAATATTGCCAAAGAAGTGATTCTTTAGTTGGCCGTCTTGAAGCTTGCCAACAGACAATGTGGTCAATTTTGGAATCAAACTCAAACAATCTACCGTAATCGTATCGAGTTTCAAAGATCTTAATGCGCTAAATTGTGCAAGCATACTCAAAGATTCTGCAGTATGCTGACCCAAAATAGTTAGATGTTTTAATCTGGGACATGATTTTTGTATTTCAATATGGTATTGGAATACTGATTGATCAGCAATAAGAATTGAACTGGTCAAATATGGGTCAAGTGCAGATTTGTTTTGAATTGCAAAATGATGTGGAATATTTACATTTAGCATAGTGCAGTGGATTAATGGTCTGGCTTCCACACAACCAGCCATTGCTATCCAAAAATTTACAAGAGATTTTTTATCAAAATCATCAACCAGATACGCTAAACTTAAAGCTATAATATCAGGACTACAGGTCAGACGATGATCCGACATTTTGGTATAATATATCTTTTTTGAATATATTTCAATAAATTTGTAAATCAATTTTTTATGGATAGCCATATTTTAATCATCTATTAACACTAATTTTTATTCGCAAAAATTATTTTTGTAAATAAAAGGGATCGTGTGTCTAGCATAACTCTTGGATTTTCCCCAATGTCAAATCCGTAGATGGAATTTTGGTAAGTAACGGGATCAATAGAATCCAATCAGGTGAATCCAAACTTGCTTTCAATGATCGGAGATTTGCGATAGAATCTTTGTTTGGCGCAAAGAACCCAGGACCATTGACGAGATCACCTGGGTGGTGAACGTGATCCCATTCTAATGAGGACAACTTGCTGCAAAGTTCAGTGAGAACCGGCACATGACGAGGATGAATTTCCACGTACTTCAATCCAAGATGTTGAAGCTCAACCAGTTTGGAAAAGGCCAACTTCAGTTCAGCAACTGAAGTTTTTATGCCAATGTTGCAAACAGAGCCGTAGTCGATCAAGGAAAACATATCCAGACCATCAAGATCTAGGTGGGTTAATCTGGGTAGATGTTCAAATAGTGGGATTATGTGAACAATAGAGGCGTTTATGGACAAACGCCTAATGTTCGGCGCTTGACTGAAAACATCCATCGGTTTGAAACTGCCTGAATAGGGTTTGTAGGTCCGGGAGTTTGAAATGGTTAAATCTGTCAAACTTGGATAGGCTGATGTCATTGAAATTAGTGCGATGTTGGGTGAAATCATGACTTTTTTCAGATGCTCACCTGAAACGATCACATCGATTGTTGCGAGAAAATTTTCTTCAGAAATATTTTCGTTTTCATCTTCGCGCATGTCACGGAGAAAAACGCGCAATTTCTCCAAATATGGAAGATCAGACAAATCCAATCTGATGTAGTCGTATGCTTCATCGATAACATAATGTTCAATATCGATTTCCAGGCGCACCAAATTCGGAAACCAATGAAACGAACCGCGCTCGTTGTAAAAATCCAATGAATCCGATGCATTTGTGCAGCCGAGGGACAAATCCGTAACGTTGTTCAATGTCATCCCATTCTTAAGATCGTCAGTGGGTAATCTAGAAAGGCTCAGAGTGCGTAATTTTCTGAATTTTTGCAAAAAAGATACATTCACGGCACCATTCATACACAATGTTTCGATGTTACGGGCCATCCGCACAACAGGTTCAACAATCTTGAGCGTGTCCTCGTTAAGTGACATCGATTTCAAACGAGGGCACGACTGTTGCGCTTTTAATAAAAACAACAAGCGTTCTGGTCTACTATAATGCGGAATGGATGTCACATACGGACTTAGCCGAGAGCAGCTCATTTTTTCAAACGAAGAATGCACATCGATTTTGAGCATCGCACGATGAATGTTGAACTTCATTTCACCATAACAAAAGCAAGCCAACCAGAAGTTGACAAAAGCCTTTTTTTCAGACACAATTTTCAACATACCCAAGGGGCAACTTTCGGATATAATGTTCAACATACTCAAAATACAACTCAAAACATCAACGGAAACTCTCAATAGAGGACAAGCATCAATAGAGCTCATTTCGATAGTAGATACGCGGGAATAATGAAAAATGATTATTGAACTTTTCAATGATAATAAACGATCAATTTTATTTCAATAGAATACTGTAAATTTGGACAGTATGCCTTAATTTTATCATTATAAAATAATAAAATTAATCATCTAACAATATCTGAACACCGGCATAATTTGGTCGTCGATTTTGATATTGATTTTCATCAAAATTGTTGTCATTGCCTTTTTTCTTTTTGGAGAAACCATTTTTACGTTCGACAACTGGAGGAATTTCGTTAACCATTTCTTCAATGCGCTTCGTTGAATTCCACTGGATATATGACTTAGCGTTTCCATCAGCGTTATTATCTTGAACATTGTAATCAGCAATATCGTAATTTTTGATCCTGTAATCGCAGCTCTTGTAATATGCATCCCGTGTTTTGCTTTGGGAGCAGAACTTGGGAACATCGGCATCAACAATATCAAATACAAGTGGATGTTCCTCGTAAACATCTTTTCTAAGAATTCTACCAACAGATTGCCTGATTGAAGTTTTTGGTGTGCATAAAATAACAGCATCAAGACCATCCAAATCTAAACCTTCTTGTGCCATAGAATATGTTCCGATGATAACTTGTTTAGTTGCGGCTGTATCTTGTTCTTCTTTTGAAATACCTCCAATATATTTGCCAACCAAACCATTTAAATTTGGATTTTCATCCAGCAACTGATACATAACACTTACGTGGTACAATCTCTCAGTCAAACACAACACATTCTTTCCCTGAGATGTCAGTTCTTTAACAACATTAAGAATAAATCTTGTTCGACGCTTTATCATAACTAAATTTGTAATCATAGTACTCAAATCAATTTCTTTTATGAATTTGTTAATAATTGTTTTTGTTCGGGCTCTGTTTGAAGTTTTGTAATGAAGTTTTTTTACAACAACCATAGAATTTGGTTTTTGTTCTTCAGCATGAAGAATTGGTCCCATATACCAATTAATGATTTTGTAAAGACCATCTGCACGGCGTCTTTCTGCAGAAATTCCCAACATGTATTTAGCTGACATCTTTTGGAATACTCTGGAAAAGCACTTTGCACCCATATGGTGTACTTCATCAATAATAATCAAGCCAAAATCTTTAAAAATATTATCGTCATATTTACCATCTTTTGTTAGAGATTGTACCATTGCGATGGTAAATGCATGATCTGTATCACAAATTTTACCTTGAATCCTACCAACAGTTTTGCAATTAGTTACAGATTTGATGCGATCAGTAAATTGATTCATAAGAAACTCTTTGTGCACAATCACAAGAGTTTTTAGACCTAATTGACAAGCAACGTTAATTGCCATATTTGTTTTACCTGAACCGCAACCAGCAAGAAGTAAACCACCTCTTTGATTTTGCATTCCAAGCATAACTTTATCAACAATAACTTTTTGTCTGTCATAAAGTGGTTTTTCAAATATCATATTTTGCTTTGGATAATCATATGTTTCCAGCCTATTAGATTTTACGTTGCCAAATTTTTCCAAGCCATAATATTTAGGAACACCAATGTAATCGCCATTTTCAACATAAACTGGAAAACTTGGATCTGGACCGTACAAACCAAACTTTCCTGGTTTGAATGGTTTTACAGTTAAATCTGTCTTTATCATAGCAATTTCGTCATCTGATAAACTTTGTTTGGCAATGATATATCCAAATCGGTTAATCTTTGCAACAACCATGTCAAATTAGTAAATTTTATCTGAAAATCATATTTAAATCAGGTTTTGTATTGCAATTTTTTCAACACAACTTTATTAATATAAACAATGGCGCAAACATCAAATTCTTCCGGAACAAGTTCCTACAGAGTTGTGCAAACTACTAAGTATGTTATTGATGACGATCCATTTGATAACACAACATATTTAGATAATTGTTCACAATGCACAGTTCTGCCAACAGTTTTACCTGCAGCTCAACGAATTATTGCAATCGGTGATATTCACGGAGATTACAATTTAGCAGTGCAATCTATGTTAATAGCTAAGGTCATTGATCCAGATCTTAATTGGATTGGTGGCAATACCATTGTTGTCCAAGTTGGAGATCAAATTGATAGCTGTCGTCCGACACCTGATCTAGACTGTCATAATACACGACTACCTGGGGATAGAGCAGAAGACATTAAAGTAATGGATTTTTTTGATGATATGCATAAAAAAGCTCAAAGATCCGGTGGAGCTGTATACAGTTTACTTGGAAATCACGAAACAATGAATACACAAGGAAGGATGGATTATGTGTCTTATGCTAACATGCATGATTTTTATTACAAAGATGAATCCACTGGGAAAATTTATTCTGGTCCTCAAGGTAGAATAGATGCATTCAAACCGGGTGGACCAATTGCTATTAAGTTATCACTTAGACCAACTGTTATGACAATCGGTTCAAATATGTTTGTTCATGCAGGAATTTTACCCGATCTCATTGAAAAGATTGAAACTTGGCATGTTACTCCGGAAACTAAATTAAAATATTTGAACACAATTGTAAGAAAATGGCTCATTTCCAAGACACAAAAAGATGAATTCGAATCAATAATTTTATCTGATCCAAATTTGTCACCACTTTGGTCCAGATTATTTGGTATGGTAAAACCAAATACCACCGATAAAGATAATTCCGATTGTTACGCAAGTGTGAAAAAAACGTTGGACTTTTTTAAAATGGGCCATATGATAGTTGGACACACCCCGCAAATCATTCATGGAGAAGGTATTAATGGTACGTGCAAATTTAATGGTCGAGATTTACTTTACAGAGTCGATGGCGGTTTTGCAGAATCTTTTGGTAACGACCACAAAATTCAAGTTTTGGAAATCTTGAATGATTCAACGTTTAATATTTTAGAAGGCACTGCACCAAGAAATTAGTTTTTTGTTTTGCAAACATAATTTGCAAAACAAACTATTTAGTAAAAAGACCCGCCTTTAACTCCATATTTGTTAACAATTGCATAACGATTACCTGTTTTGCTGGATTTGGATTTAATCTTAGGTTCTTTTTTATTTTCTTTGTTAAATTGTTTAAGTTGCTCCAAATAGACAGATAAGTCGCCATCAGCAATTTTTCTTGAAGTTGCAATCACTGTGCTGTTGATTTCTTTCGTTGATTCCATATCGCCAGCTTTGTCAATAATTATGGATGCCAACTTAATCCAATCCTGTTGCCTAAAATGCGCAAACTCTGGTTCTGATGCATGGTGTGGTTTGAGATTTTCTTTGATAATTGAATGCATAAGTTTAAGTTTGGGCGGCAACTTGTGAGTTTTAACATTGGCATCACCAGATGTGTCAGCTCTAGATGCGCCAGATTTGGAATATCCGACACCTCCGGTCAAGCCCATATTTTGGGCATTTTGGGCCAAATTGCTTACCTGCGTTTGATGAGCAATGGCCTGATCGTACAATTGTTTGAATTGATTGAAAGTTTCACTAGCGCTCATTATTGGGATTACTTATTATATAACAACAAAGTTTTTTCTAAAAAAGCCAAAATAAGACACTGGTTGTTTGTTTAACATGTATAAAAAGAATTCTCACGAATCTACTAATTAAATGGCTACACGCTCGAGAAAATCAAACATTGGACCAAAGCATTCAACAACGTTCGATGAAATCATTGAATATGAAGAAGATTCAGAGCAAGAGGAATCTGAAGAATATTTAACTGAGGAAGACGAAGAGGATGAAGAGGATGAAATTGAAGATGATACAGATACAGAAAATATTTCTGTAACAGGTTTGCGTTTGCAAAAAATTAAGCAGATTTTGGAAAAGGCAAACCTTGGAAATAGATTAGAACCGATGATTGATTTTGATTCGGTAAGTGCAACCGAACATAAAATTAGTTGCAACAAAAAAATAATAGATTTTTGGACATTTATTGGACACATGAACTGTGATCTACACTATATCAAAAGTGGTGCCACAGGTCATACATTTAAACTTGTGGATAAACAAGATGAGTCAATTTGTTATGCACTAAAGGTATGTGCTTATCCCATTGATGATGATTATGGTTGCACATCAAACCTGGGCAGACCAGAAAATGCGGAATTGCGTGTAATAAAACTTTTGAGTAATTTTATTGTTGACAAATCTGTTCCACATTTTGTTTTGCCGGTTGTTTCATTTGATGCACATATTGAGCCTTTTGTTACAAAAATTCCTGAAAAATTACACATAGAAAAACCGACACATTCAACATATTTATACTACAAATTTGTTCAGCGTTATCATAGGAAACAATTTGAAGACAGTGTATCCATTTTGATGAGTGAATGGTGTGATGGGGGAGATTTGTTAGATTATCTAAGGAAAAATTGTAAAACAATGACATCCAGACATTGGCGTGTTATTTTTTTCCAAATTCTGATCAGTTTGGCAACTGTTCACGAAAAATATCCTCATTTCAGACATAATGATTTGAAACCAAATAATATCTTAGTTAGGCAAATTCCAATAGAATCACCCGAAGAACGTTTTGAATATGAATTTGCTCCGTACACTTATTTGATTCCAAATATCGGAATTTCAACAGGAGTTTGGGATTTTGATTTTGCTTGTATTTGTGGTATGATAGAAAATAACAAAGTCAATTCAGAATGGGCACATGAGAAAAATATTTCAAATAAAAAAAATCGCTATTATGACATACACTTTTTCTTTAATCACTTGACTTTGCCTCGAGTTTTGGATGGGTACGAGAAATATGTTCCTGTTGAAGTTAGAGAATTTGTTCGAAGAGTTGTACCAAATAAATACAAATCAGTATTCGAACCTGGTATTGAAAAACAGGTTAAATACAAAAAAGTTGGCGATAAAAAAGTTAAATACGTCGAGGAAGTTGAATGTTTGGTGCAAAAAAATCCAAACACTAGCGAGAGAGGAAGACTCATGGTTGATGTTGAACATACAACTCCTGAAAAACTAATCCGCGAAGATCCATTTTTCAGAGGATATCAATATCCATTATCGTCATCAAACAAATAATCCTTTTTGTTCAAAATAAAAAGTGGGCATTATATATACTAAAATAAGTGCATATAATGAGCGAAAACAGCAATAGTGACAACATAAAATTTATTAGCTTCGATGATTTGTTAACACCATTGGCAACTGGAGAATATGAAGTCGAACCGATTATTGGAATTGATGTGGAATCAATGTCAAGATTTGTTTTGACTGATTACAATTTGGATCCTATTTTTGAATCTAGTGAAGTGGCCTATGTTGGAGCCTACTCGACAGGATTATTTGAAACTACAACTAGTTCATTAGTTATGGAAAGTTTTGCACAAACAATGGCTGCAGTGGGTACACTTCTTGGCGATGAAAACACTGACAAATATTCAAAACCTTTACTTGAATACAGATTCAAACGCAAAGGTAAAACCTACGGTTCAAATATTCGTATTGTTAAATACCAAAACAATGCAGCTGTTACTGATGAGAAAAATCCTCTCAATATCAACATTATTGATAGAACTCTACTAAGTGAACTTGTTGTTACAAAAAAAACAAGCAATTTACTTTTACCAATTATTAATATTGTTGCATCAGGTTCTGATTTGGTAGCATATGATATATTTGACACAGTCCAACTTGATCAAAAGGCTAATTATTTAGTACAGTTGACGGAAAAATTCCATTCGCTTTCAACATTAAAAGTTTATTTGGAAAATTATCCTTTAACAAAAAAAGTAATTTGCCACATTATTTATCAATTGGCTGATGTGCTGGCTCAGATCAATATGGTTTATGATAACTTCCGTCAAAATAATCTAGTTCCAGAAATGATAGATATTTATTTCGAAGCTATCGATGAGGAAATTTTCCCAAAAATTAAATTGTCAAACTTTTATTTGGCGACTAACTTGAAAGCTCCAGACCAAGTGAATTCAGTATCTGATGATATCTTTGCTTCTGAAGATTTGGACCCGACATACAGTGATATGTACCAAATATTAAATTGGTTATGGAATCATCATGAACCTGATATTAAGTCGCATAACGATATTGTTTCATTGTTTAATGACATTTTGCCAAAAAAAATTAGATCGGATTCTACTTATTTGACTGCTGATCTATGGAGCAAATTAGATCTTGCGACGAGGCGATCATTAAATGCAGATTTCATTAGAAAACATAAAATTTTGGCATCAGATGCAAAAAACAAACAATCTAATTATCCTCCAGCATCCTCTCTACCAGAACCTGTTGCTTCGATGTCTAGAATTAGAACTGATAAAGATGGAATCAAAATCGTTACCTATACGCGAAATAATCCAAGAGATGTGAGAACATCTGATAAAAAATCAACTTCAGGAGATTTTAACGATAATGATGATGATGATGATGACAGTCAAATATTAGACATAATTGAACAAAATGAGATAGATTTCGAACCTGTCGACGATCAACCTTCTGATACGCCTGCACTTACGGATGTTCTCGAAGAAATGACAAGTTCTGAAGAAACTGATGCACTACAAGATTCTGATGAAGATAACTTTAATGATAGCGAAATCGAAAGCGATGAAACAACAAAATCTCAAGATTATGATATAGGAGATAATAAAATGTCATCAAAGAAAAAATCAAATAATCAAGATACGGACAAGCATAATTCCACAAGAACTGTTGGAGCTGGTAAACGAAATAATCTTCACGATAGACAAGAGAAATCATCAGCAAAATCTTTGACTGGAACGCGTATTATCAAAAGAGACACTACACCTAAAAGTAAACAATCCAAAAGTAACCACCCCAAAACTACTTACAGGCAAGATCGACAAATTGATTACAGTGATGAAGATCGATATGCTGGATTAGAAACCCAATCTAGAGTAGGTTATTATGGTCTCGGGCAACAACCTTCTGGTCAGTACAATTCACTAGGAAATCTTTTGGGTGCAAACCAACCAAAACCTCCTGGGTATGATCAATACATTGAAGAAATGAACAAAAATGCTGGGTATGCAGCGTATGGACGACCACCACAACAACAAAATCTATCTGCTGCACCAATGTCTTTCCAACAGCAACAACAATATTCTCCAAATGATATGTTGGCACGATATATGGCTGCACAACAGCAACAGGGTGGAATATATCCTGGTACTGTTAATCCTGGTGGCACTTTGCAACAAAATCCTGAGACTTTTTTTCAGTAAATGAGGATATTTCTGCTGGGTTGCATGGTGGGCAACCTGATAGTGAATCTGATGCTGTTAAACTTCCGATAATCCGCGATGTTCCCAAAGACGCAGCAGAATTCGCTGAAAAAACAGATTTATCCTCAGACAAGAATACCAAACCAAAAAATAAATCAACAAGGGCACCATACAATCGTCAGGTTATTGGTTCACATAACAAGCCAGCTGATATTGTACCCAAAAATTGGAACCCAATTGCGCAACCAGTCCCAAATCTCACAATTGGAACTCAAGATCCTTTTGGAAAAAATTCTCAATTGTCACGTATTGTGGAAAATACATTACCACGAGGTTTGTACGGCAGAATTTTTAATTTCAAAACTTTAACAAGCAGATGGACATTGTATGATTTTGTTAAACAAACTTTTAATGCTCCTGATGGTGATAATATGGGATTTGGCGCGGATGGTAATTGCAGTAATCTTTTATCATACATTAAGCTGGTTCATTTAAATCCGGCCTATTATTCGCTAACTAATTTGAATCCTTGGGAAGGTTTGCCTCATGGTCTAATTATTAACCAAGGATGTTATCCTCCAGTTTTAATTCAGAAGAACCAAACAACAGGTTGTGCGCAAAATACAATTGATTTGAATATCAGAATTTATGCATTAAACCGTGCAGAATATTGTGCATATCATTACAAAACAAGATTAACAATGGAGTATGATGTTTGGCGTGAACTGGAATATTACAAATATGTCAAAAATTTTATTTTGCGAAATAGAACACCACAAAGTCCAAATTTCCCTATGATTTATGCTTACTATTTCGCAAACAATCAGGCTTTGGATTATCTTGCAATCAAACGTAAATGTTTGACTCAAACGCAACTCATGGCTAAAGAATATGTGAATTTCGAACTAAGATTCACAATTGACGCAAAACAGCTTGGTCAAATTGATCTTACGCCAACTGGCTCTGCGCATCCTGATCTAACAAGACCTTTGACATTAGACCCACCCACTGGAAACGTGAGTTCCACAGGAATCTTATCTGATATTGCTCAGGCACAAACAATTTCACCTGCGCCTACTTTTATATTCCTCCCTGAAGAACGTGATCCATGGTTGAACATGTATAGTGGCCAAATGTTGACAATTGTAACTGAAGCATATCACTACAATTTCTACCAATGGGCTTCCAGACAATACGAAACTCGTGGGATTGTAGAAAAAATGACTGCAACAGGTTTTTATGATAAGTCTGTCTGGTTGAGTATTTATTTCCAAATTATACAAGCATTGTACACTTTACAGGTCAATGGAATATACATTAAGGACATGACTTTGGAAGACAATGTCTACATTAAGGATTTGCAAATTGTAGATAAAAGCCGCGGCTATTGGGAATACGTTGTGGATGGTGTTACATATTACGTTCCTAATTTTGGTTACATGGTTATGATCGACACCAATTACAAAGATATTAAAGTTGATCTGACAATGGATTCCGTTGATTGTAATGGCCATGCTAAACGCAAATACAAAATTTACACTTCTGACATTTTTGGAAAACGTTACAAACTTGACCAAATTCAACACTTTGTTTACGAAAATTACAAATCTATTGTTAACATCAATTGTTTTACTGATACATATACAAGAAATATGGTAAACAGACCTCCAAGTGAAATTATGGAACTATTACAGCAGATGTCAGCAGACCCAGAAGAAAATTTGGGCGAAGTTTTGAAAAAATATTTCCCGATGTTTATGAACAACAGAATTGGTTCATATGTCAAACCTAATGTTGAAATTGCTAACTTGCAACCAATTGGTATTGGTTCTATTGCAGTTGGTGATGTGGTTGCGGAAGTTATAACAGATAATGTATATAAATGGGCAATTGTTTCAAAAATCTTACCCGATAACAAAGTTGAAATTATAAGTAGAACTGAACCTAGATCTGCAACATTTGTCACAAAAGATATTTTGGTTTCCAGTTTAGAAAAGTATACAGACGCAGTAAGATTAGAACAAAATCCATGTTTCGGTTTGTATTACACATTTGAAGAATTGATCGAAACGTATTATTTAAATTCTCAAGTTAAATTGACAACATGTTAAATAAATATTTAATATTGATGGACATTAATATTAAATTATTTTGCTAAATTTTTTGCTGATTCTTGACATTCGAGTTTGTATTTTTCAGCTAATAACGATCTTTCTGTATCAGCTTCACTTCTAAAATATGAATGGGTAACATTCACAAAATTTTTGTAAACGGTTGATTCTATGTAAAAAATGATATTTTCTGAATTAACTACAGTATATTTTGCATCAGTTTTGTCAAATGGCCACATATCTGAAAATTCATTATCATCTCTTATCCACACTGGTTCCGTTGGATATTTTAATAAAGTAATAACTTGTTGTGCTGCACATAAATGTAATGGTTCAAGATGAGATCGATATTGCACAATTTTGATTGGATTATTTAATTTTTTAATATCGTCTGTCGGAATAAATTTTTCATAATCAGCAGCACTGGATATTGGGTAACAAAAACGTTTCAGCAAACAATCTTCAGGTGCAATCAACATCAAAGGACTTTTAGACATTTCATAATCTTCCACTGCACTATCAATAACTACTTTAGCTCCAACTTCTTGGCCGATATAATACATATTTTCATTGGGAACTACAATCTTATTATGCAAATAATGTGATACATGTATTAGAGCAGAAATCGCATCCACATAATCAAACCCATATTCATATAGTTCCTGTGATTTGGATGTACCATATCCGGGATAATCGTAGCAAACAATAACAATTGGTTCATCAAATTTATCAACTAACCTGCGCAAATAACTGTACATTCTACTGCAATCTAAAGTAGTTGAATTTGACCACACGATGATTTTGTTATTGGATCTGACAGATTTGTTGTTTGCCCAAAATTGATTAAATTGCAACCACATACGATTTGCTACAGCAAACGCAAATATGGAAAATTTTTTATTTTCTTTATAGGCTTCATAATCGACGTTAAATAAAAAAGTTTGTTCATCGTTTGGTGGATAAATATTATCTAATGGTTTAGGTATCTGAATTTTATTCGCGGTTGCTGGAATTGATTGATTTGTTCCCATTGCTATATAATATGTTAATTATTTTAGAAATAGCGATTACCAAAATAACTTTTTGTCGCAATTTTATAAAAATTATTGATTTTAATATTTGATTTTGCAATCAAATATCAAAACCGTAATTTTGTGAAAAATTATTGATTTTAATATTCGATTTGCAATCAAATATCAAAACCGTAATTTTGTGAAAAATTATTGATTTTAATATTTGATTTGCAATCAAATATCAAAATCATCCCGGCTTATTCTCTTTGCAATATTGTTACATTCTTGTTCGTAAGTCAAGGCTGCGGTTCGCCTGTCATCAATATTTCTGTAACCAGCAGATGGTCTGGACATTGATACAAAATCCATGTAATCGCGATCAGTTATTGTTGTCAAAATGTTATTTGAGTCTATGGTTTTCTCAGATTCTATCCAAATTGGTTGGAGTGGATTTTTTAGTGCAGTTAGCGTTTGTTGCGCGTCGCATAAATTTAAAGGTTCGGAATAAGATCTGTGTTGGACAATTAAAACTGGTGCGGTTAATTGTTGTAATTTATCATTGGATGTGTAATCTAGTGATTTTGGGTTTGGTTTGTAAGTTTCTGACATTAAACTTAATCTTGACGCAATTAACATCAAAGGTTGTGTCCAATTTACATCATAAGCATATTCAACAACAACTTCTGCACCAAATTCATGTCCAATTAAAAATATATTTTTTTCATCGGTCCGATTTTTAATAAAATCTACAACACAATCTAGAGCTCCGATGCTATTTGTTAATGAAAATTGTTTGGGTTTGGAATTTGCAAATCCTGGATAATCGTAACAAATTATTATCGTTGTATCCATCAAACCATTTGCAACACTTTGTAAATAATTAAACATGCGACTATTATCTGTTGTTAAACTGTGCGACCATATGATAACTCTGTATGGTTGTCCATTTGATCTAGTCCATGACCATGAATCACTTTTGGTGTTAAGTCCAGCGACCTTGTGGTTAATACTTTTGACTGCGAATGCATTTAGTGAATAACCTTTGTCATTGTTAATTACAAAGAATGATTTTTTAGAATCACTTTTTGTGCCAGATGAATAAAGAGATGCATCCGGTTGCGGTATTGGAATATCTTTTGTTGATTTTGATCCCATTGTTGGTTATAGGTGTGAGATTTATGCGATAAATTATACACTGATTTTGTTTCCTTAGTTTAGTAGATAGCAGATTTGCACAACAATGTCTCTTCCAAAAGGAATACCATTGTCAACGCCATTTCAGTTACTTCAAGCACATCCAGATGATTTTAAAAACTTGCAACACGCTTACAAACAAAATACAGACTTATTGAAAAAGGTATTTTATCATCCAACCAATGTTGAAATAATTCAAAAGCGATTGATCAAGGCTGTTTACGATAAAACTTATGGAAAGTTCATAATCGAGCGCCAAGATCCAGATTTGCTTGTTTTGGCTATGCAAGATTTCTTCCCCGAAGTCGAAAAATTTAACTCTGCGGTTGACATCAGATCTCAAATTGACAAATTGGATGACCTAGTAGTTGCACACCTATCATCGAAGGTTGCTTCTAACTTATCTTTCGAAGATCACTACTTGGATCAGCTAGGTAAACCTTATGATACAATGCCAGATCCAGTCAACACCTCAGTCAAAGGAACTAGAGGTTATCGACGTCGCTAAACACAATATTTTATTTTTTCTTAAAAATAAAATAAAATATTTTAGTTAGTATCGTCCCCAAATTTAATGTTTTGCAATTTTGGGCTTGGCTTTACGTTTAACAGGTTCATCAGTTGGCACATCAATCAGACTAAATACGGCGGAAAAGAATCCTGGAGTTTCTGATCTCTGTTTAGACCTGCACAATATTTCGTGTGCCTCGGCTTTGGCTTCGGAATCAAATTCTTTATCACAAAAATCACAACACCATATTTCGCCAGTTGGTTTAACAGGTTTAGCGGGTTTTGTAATCTTTTTTTTGGTGGCTGTAGATGAAGAAGCTGTTGCTGCAGAAAGTACGTTCACGTCAGACAACCACTTGTTGTGCTTGGATTTGCAATTAGCTGCAAAATGTCCAGCCCGATTGCATTTGAAACATAAATTTGACACACTGCATAGTTCTTTTTCGAGGATTGCCCAACTAATGGCTGGAAGATTGACCTCTGCATAAGATCCACCTCTGACATTGTTTATTCCATATCTGCGCATGTAAATTTTAGTATATTTATCCTCATCAAAATCGTCAGCATTCAAATATGTTTCGATAACTTTTTGAGGTTTGTATTTTTTAGTCCACTCACAACCATTGTTCGTAAAATGTTCTTCTATTCGTGCTTCAAGAGGGCGATCTGTTTTCCCAACATAATATTTTGATTTTGCACAAAGTAGAACATATATGGTTGGCATTATAGTTACACTCCGTTAATCGAGATTACGAAGTAATTGATGATTACACTCCGTTAATCGAGATTGTGAAACAATTGATGATTACACTCCGTTAATCGAGATTACAAAGTAATTGATGGTTACACTCCGTTAATCGAGATTACGAAGTAATTTATGATTACACTTATAGTAGAATTCATGATTGGTTTGTCAAACCAATCATGATTTTTACAGATAAAAAGTAATCCTGATCAAGACCGATGTCACCTTTTCGGTGTAAGGATTTGTTGTGCTGTAGCAGCGAACCTCTTGCCCACCATGTTTGTAAATGTTGTTCAACAATGCAATTGCGGACTTTGTCAATGCTTGTTGAAAGATCACCAAGTCAGACTGAGTCCAATCGCAACCAATGATATCGAGCCACTTCAAACTTTCATTTCCAGCAAAAGTGTCAACCAATCTGTCCGCCAAATCTTGCATGTCAGCAATTCCCTCGTGCACTCCAGGCGATTTCAAAACCAAGTGTGTATACGGAAACGTAGATCTCTGCTTCTTATCAAAGGTCATGAATTTAGCAAACTGATAGCAATGCCAAACAACAACTGCACCCAATTCCGGTTTATTAACAACATCCATTATCTTATTGGTTTCCAAAGGAAAAGTACTATTGAAATTCTATGAAACCAACAATATGTTGGATCGTGCAATTTTTATTTCAATAGAAAATTCAATAGAACTTTGTTTTGGACAAATGCAATGGTTTTGACATAACCGAGAATTCGTTTGAGGACAAAAGCGATCGTTTCAGATAAATATTTTGTTCCTTAGAACAAAATATTTAGATGTGGCGATAAGTTTGTCTTTAGACGAATGCGATAGTTTCAGATAAATATTTTGTTCTTTAGAATAAAATATTTAGATGTAACCGAGCATTCGTTTAAACGAATGCGATGGTCTCCGTGTTATCAAAGCTAAATGGCTTAGCGTAGATGAACAATGTGCCTTGTCTGGAAGCCATATCAGAGAAGCTGGGAGTGATGCGTCCGGTGGTGGGATCAGTTTTGGTGATAGCGGACTGGATGATCGAGATAGGCTTGTTGTTGAAGTAACCACCCTCGGGATCGTTAGGATGCTTAACAGGAATAGATGCACCATAAGGATCATAGATGTAGTATTGGGGCGAGAAGATGCCCTGGTCGAAGTTTCTGTGGGACATCAACAATGTCACAGCACCAGTAATCAAACTGGAAGTACCAGTAAGCGTGGTGTTGCTCGGAACTTGAGTGCTGGTAACAGCAACAACACTGCGAAGAGCGTAGTTATCGACAGTATTGGGCAAAGTCAAATTTGGTGGCACGCTCAATGGGTAGCTGTTCAAACGTTCCAAACTGGAGAATGTCATTGGCAACTGAGAGAATCTAAGTTGATTCATGTAGGACTTAGTAGGAACTCTCTCTCTGCGATCAACATAGAAGATCAACACCTCCTTTGTATGGATGATCTGTTGCTCCTTGGGTGTCATGGTCTTACCCTCGTCACCTAACCACAAAGTTTGCGATGTGGCCTCGCGCAAATCAATTGCGGCCTGTGCTTCTCCTCTGAATTGAGGAATTTGCAAAACGATCATGGGCACACTAGTCAAAGTTGGCTCAGGAGTTTCAATAAACTGACTGTTGAAACCACCAAAACCAGAACCCATATTAATTCCTGCTCCCGATGGCAAATCTCCGCCCTGCAATCTGATAGACAAGTTTGCAGCAGGTTGCTGTTGCAAATAACCCCATGGCATACCATAATTGAAAAGGTTTGACAAAGGCTTGGTTGCAATAACGATGGGACGCAAACTGAAGATGTTCATGAGTTGACGCATAAATGCGCCTTCATCTTGTCTGTATGCCAAATCACCATTATCGTAGAAGTTATTTTGGCAACCACTCATAGATTCTGTTAGTGCTTGAGTGGTATCGGATGCATAATACAAACCATTACGAAGCTCGAGAACAGCTTTCCACAAGGCGACTTGCACTTCTTGTCTCTTCTTGATATCCTTCAGAGGGTTTTTGGTATCGCAAATCGTCTGATTAGGATCAGTTCCAACTGCTTGCAATAGGAGGAAATCAGGTGCAGTATGGATAGGCTTCTTTTCATAACGAGCCTTAACAATGGAACCAAAGTTGGACTGCAACATGTAAGTCTCAAAGTATTTAAACTTGGGGAGGAACATTGCCACAATAACAGGATGAGTGAAAACTGAAGCATCGTTGCGGTTCTTGTTAAAGGTTCCCGACAAGGCAACTTGGCTGCAATCCTCATAAGTCAAACTTTGGATCACAATGTTGCGGTGAAGAGAAGATGATTTAGCATACAAACTCAAAATATCATCCAATACAGGTTGATCACCCTTTTCGAGATGAAGTCCGTCGATTTGAACTTCGGTATATGCATTAGGGTCTCCAAAGAGACGCCCAATTTTTGATTTGCGGAATGAAGCATAAGGAGACAAATCAATCTCGTTCAATCTGCGACCTGAGAGCAACGAAAGGAATTCCTTCTCAAATGCATCGAAATCAGCATCAGACCACTTACGTGCATCTTTGTGATGATACATTAAGTCCAAAATTTCAGGAACGCGACGCTTTGATTCTGAATCATCACTAGCATACCTGTCGCGAATTTGCTTGGCGACTTTCTTGAAATATTTACGCTTGTTTTGATAAAGTTCGTTATTTTTTTTCAAGATTTCATCGATAACAGCCGCATCGTTATCATATCTTTTTCTCAAACTATCGATATCTTCTCGAGAAATTCCATTTTTTTGTTTTGCCAGAGTGTCCAGATCAGATCTGACCGCTGAAGCAATATCTTCCAAATCTTTGACCCCTTGGGGTTGTCTTCTGCCTGCTGACATAATTATGTTTTACTATACTTTAGGGATATTTTATTTGACGATCCACTGGAATGCCTATATGATACTAATTGTCAGAATTAAATTAAGCTCAGACTTAATTAAATTGTGTAAATTAACCAATAATAAACTATCATTTAAGTTGCCCGATAATATCATCGTTAATAAAAATTGCACCAAATATTATTTTTCATTTAAATCATTACGACATACAATTTACACAAGGTATTAGGTCAATGCAAAAGACTACTACACAAACCGTTCAAAAACAGTCATGGTTAGAAAAATATCAGCCTGTATCTTCGGCTGAATTTTTGGGAAGACCCACTGAAGTTCAGCAAATTCGCGATTTTCTTCAGAAATTTATTGCTGTGGAACGTGGCGAAGAAGTTCCTGTGTTATTCCCTGTTATAATTATTTCAGCTCCAAATGGAGCAGGCAAAACAACATTAATCGATTTGATTTTGAAGGAAATGGAATTTCAAAAGACTGTTCCAGACCTTAGCACAATGTCTGCTGGAAAGAAACCAACACGTAAAGGAAAAAAGAATTCAATTGTCGAACCACAAACCCAAACAACAGCGCCAACAACAAATACTACACTAAGACCTATTAAAAATTATTATGCACAATTGGCAAGTGGTAAAAAGTTAAACGCTGATGGTACACAATTTGTTAAAGCTAGAATTGCAGTTGTTATTGATGATGCTGCAAAAATTTCCAATCAAAAAGATAAAGATGTTATCAAGGCGTTAATTAAAACAAATAACAAACATCTAAAATTTCCGATAATCATTTTATCAAATACCAAACATAGTAAACTGGTAAATAAGTTGAAAAAATTGGTAACGTATACTTATGAAATTGAAAATCCTGATGGTGGTAAAAACATAAAACGAAAAGAGATTAATGCAATCACATTGTCATCACCATCTGTCCAAATGATAGAACGTTTTATTATGAATATTGCCCAAAGGGAAAAAATTAGATTCGCTGTTGAAAAAAATGGTCGAAATGTTTATCAGGAAATTTTATTGCATTCACAATATGATATTCGCAGATTAATTAACATTTTGGAATCGATTAAAGAATTTTTCAAAAATAATGTTGATCCGATTACCACACAAGATTTCGCAAGATATTGTGAAACATCTGCTTCAAAAGATATTGATTTAGGAATTTACACGTCGACACAATTGCTCTTAAATAATTATGAAAGCATCGAGTCAGCACTCAGATTGTATTCAATGGAGAGGGCAACGGTGCCACTAATGATCCATCAAAATTATCCAACAAATATTAAAACACAATATCCAAAACTTCTAATTGGTGATCAACTTGATTTGTTATGTGATATTTCTAAATCCATATCCAAATCAGACACGATTGATGGACTCATATATTCTAGCCAATGTTGGAATTTGCAATCCGTACATGGATTTTATAGTTGTGCGATCCCATCATATTACATTAGCTCGCATCCAAATAAGAAACAATTGAGAGAAGATTACATTTACACACAAGACTTTAATAAGACATCTATTAAGATGATCAACAACAAAGTTATTAGAAAAGCCCAAGAAAACCAACAATTCGAGAAAATCCAAATAGGAGATTTCTTGCACATTGCAAATATTTTAAGAACATTGATTGAGCGTGAAGAATTTGATAGACTTGCTGAACTAATGCGTCCTTACGGTTTGAATATCAAAGATGTATCAAAAATCATTAAGATTGACAAAACTGATGTTAATGGTGAAGTTGAAGTGGATTCCACCGCAAAAGGTGCTAAAAAGAAGCAAAAGGAATTACTAACAGGTAAACAGAAAACATATTTAGCAAAATTATTAGCGCCAGTTGGAGATGATGACGATTCTGATGACTCTGATGATGAATAATCAGAATCTGTTCTAGTTGGAGATGATGACGGTTGAACGGATGTGAGACCTTCAGAGGAAATGTCTCAATGAGACATTTTCGATGACGATTCTGATGATTCTGATGATGAATAAATTAATAATTTGATTGTTAACCAAATTATTAACTTGAATTAATCTTGTGACTTAATTAAGCAATCAGTCAAAATTTGATCAATACCATCACTAAGATTTGCACTACTTATTCTATGTTGATCGTAAGAATTAGTTTGTTGCAAACATTCCAAACGATAAAAAGAACTATTTCTTGCACAAAAAACATTATTATATGTTGATGGTGAAGTGGTATCAATTTTGATTTTTGCTATTAATTGGTCCAACCATTCTTTTTCGTAAGCATTATTTTTTGTTGAAAATTTTGCCATAGCGTAAATTGAATATGGTACAGTGTAATTATAAATAGGCTCTTCAGTGTAAAATTCCACATCGAGATTGTAAACTGGTGGTTTATTTCTATATGTAAGATGATGTCCATGTTTGCATCCAATATATTCTGCAGGTTTGATATCTGGTAGCAATTTAGCTAGAACATTTTCGGGTACGTGAATGGTTTCTAATTTTTCATCACAATTTCCGTGAAGTAAATCTCTGGAACAAACTCGCAAAAATTTTTCACATGCACCATTTCTGCAGTTGTAACCACCAGTACATTTATGTTCCAAACATTCGCTACAAATGTGTGTCATTGCAATTAAACCTTTGTATAGATCTTCAGTTTTGGGATTTTGCACTGAGAAAAAGTGCATCAAATTTGGATCCAATATAATTTTGTAAGTGAATGCCCTGTCAGAATCTATAACTTGCTGATCAAGTGAGTGAGCATATGTACATTTGGATGCATAATCACAATGATAATCTTCTAAAACAGATCTGCAAATCAATCTCTTAGCGATAAGAAAATCAGGTCTCTTTGGTGCAACATAAATTTTAACGATGGCATTTTTGTCATCAATTTCATTAATTTTAATGGTATCAGGCTCATTTGCGATATCTTCATTCAATGCAGAAAACATTAGATGTTCATTAAATCTGCGTACTACTTTTTATAACCAATTAATATCAATATTAAACGCCGCGGATTAAATGGCGGATATATACGCACTAAATGCAATGTGCCCTGAACAAAAAACTTTTTATGAAAAATGTTCATCGCATCAAATAAATTGTGAAATATCCACTGATTCGCTCTTTAAAAAACTTGGCCAAATTCAAAAATTATGTCCCGATCCAATAAATGGAATCTATACGTGTGGTGGTTTATCATGGCCAATGGATTTGATTGATATTGTCCAACATGAAAAGACTTATCCATCTAGTTATTTTATCAAGTGCGTGCAGAATATGATTATTGTCGATTGTCAAAATCCTTACATTGCAAATCCTCCAATGTTTTTACCAAAAGCCTACGTTGATAATTTTGATTTCATTGTCTGCACTCACAATAAACTTGCGATTTTGAATTCGCTTTTTGAACAAGGCAGTCAACCAACTTATGATTCTGTTGATGGGAATCAATCTTCTCCAAAAATTTATTCTGAGCATTCTGGTGTTTTGAAACTAGTTGGCAAAGATATTGATAATATTATTGTTTCAACAAAAAGTCAAATTGTTAATACTGATGATGGAATCTATTTGCCAAAAAATACTGTTGAAATGTCAAAACACAAGTATTTATTTCATACGCATCCAAATGCTAAGACTTATGGTGGCAGAATTAAAACAGATGGTGTCGTTTACGAATTGCCATCTATCAACGATATTCTTAATTTTCTAAAATTCTCTTTAGGAGCAGAAGGTGAAGCTTTGGCTTCAATTGTCATAACACCCGAAGGAACGTATATCATAAGAAAACTTAAACTAAATTTATCAACAAAAAAAGTTCCATCTGATGCTGTGGAACTTTATCAGAAGGCCATATTAAAAATAGAATCTGACGCTATTTCCAGATTAAAAAATACGTTGGCCGAAGCTGGTCTGAAATTTTCTGATTTACACAATCCAAATATTTTTCACAAGTACGTCAGTCACGATCTAACAGCGATTAATTCCTACAACAAATTGATTTCAAACCTAAATATTTTTGTGGAGTATTATCCTAGAGTTGAAATTAATGGTATGTGGAGATTGCATACATTACATTTGCCGTGGGTTTGTAAATTTTAATGCTATGTTAACATAGCATTAAAATTTCATTTTTGTTACATCAAATGGATCTAAAAACGAATTTTGCATAAGATCTTTGCCACCATTGCCACCTCTTACACCAATATCGGGTTCAAAAATAGGATTGGAAATTTCTCTGCTTGGGGGAGATGACCAGCTCACTGATGTTCCTTCGGGAGGGAACAGGTAGAAATGCCAAAATAGCCATACAATTAGTGATATGGCTAAAGGCCATTGCCAATTTAACTTTGTTTTAACTTCGCCATCAACGAGTTCTTGTTTTGCACCAATTTCAAAAACGTAAAATAGTACAAGCAAGATAATGAATAGTGTTATAGCTACAATATAAGAATTTTGGTAAATGTGTGCGTAGGTCATAATAGAAGCTATCTGTGTGATTTGTCTATATCTTATGGTGAAATTCAACGAACTAAGATGTTATCGAATTATCCTTTTTTTGGCTTAGGTTTAGAACTTTTGCCGTAACGTTCTACAACATTTGCATGTCCGGGAGTAACACGTTCTGTTCCAAAATCTTCCATTTTATTATGAATAACCGGTTTAGTTTTCGAAGTTTTGTTTGAATCTAATACAATTTGCATACCTTTACCACCAGTTGATGTGGTTAGCGCAAGTTCTCCAATATCATCGTCATCGTCATCATCGACATCAACAGTTTCTTGATCCTCAAACTCTTCCCCTAAATCATCTATGTCTTCATCTGCATAAGTTTTTGGTTTAGGTGATGTATGTTTTTGCTTAGATCCTGTGGGAATCTTGTCACGAGACTTTTCAGAAGACTTTTTTTGTTGTAACAACTTCTTTTGTTGTTCATCAGATTTTGCATCTAAAGCCATCAAACTTTTAACTTTTTCGGCAGGAGATTTTGAAGCTTCAGATTTCATCAAAGCATCTATGTCTTGATGTTGAGCAATGCTGGGTATTTTTTTGTCTTTTGTTCCGAGACCTCCGGCCAAATTCGCTGTGGGCATAAATTTAGCTGGACTTAGTCTGGTTTGTGGATTGCTAGGCACACTACCGACAAGTTCAACTTGGTAGCCTTTATTAATGATACCAATGGTATTTGTTAAAAATTCTTGTGTGAGAAGTTCTAGTGGCATCATTTTTCTGACTGCTTTTTTAATCGCCAAATCTATGTTTGCTTTGATAACTAACATATTGCGTCTAATTTCCAATGCGGGTAATTGGTGTGATACAGTGCCATCAACATAAATTTGGAATAGCCATGGATTGTTATATGCATCATTTGCACATATGGAGTAACACTTATGCAAAAAATCGGTCGTACTTAAGTTATCATAAAATCTTTGTCCAATGGATTCACTGACTTGATTTGCATAAGACAGCAGCACAATATTTGATTTAACTACACACCTAATCAAATTATCCAAATAAGTTGTTGAATTTGTATCAGCTTTTATTCGAGTGGTTATGTCATTCAATTTTGTTTGATTCCAATCATCAACTTGTGCTAGAAAATTTTGAAATAAACCAATAACTTCATTTGGTCGACCAGACTTTGTTGCAACGTGAACTGCTTGTTCATATAATTGTGTCATTGATGAATAAAGTGACGGTGCAAGAATGTCAACCAAATGTTCAACATATTGTTCTTCTATGCGCAATAAAAGCGCGCTATTTGCCATCGACGCCATTTGGATCTGATTATTGGTCTCAAAGATTGCTCCACTTATCGAAGATTGCTCCGCTTATAATCTAAGTTAAGACAACGTAATTAGTTTTATTTTAATTCCGCGAATGTTTTCGCGAAATTAAATCAATATTAGACTGAGCGTTCCGGAGGCCTTACATTGATCCATTCTTAGTTGCAAAGTAAAGTTTTGAGAAAACATCTTCTTTGTTTAGAAGATTTGTGTAAGACTGTTTGTGTAAGGCAGATAGTCTGACTGCTTCTTCAATGTTACCACCACATAGGCCAACGACATTTCTTGCAATATGTTCATCAATTCGTTGACCAATTTCAGGCATAGAATAAGTGACGCTTGAAACCTGTTCATAAAATGGTTCGTTGCCTAATGTTTGATGAAGGCCAGCATAAATTAAAATATTCTCAAGGTTAGCACAATGAACATCTGCCCCCGTTAATTGCAATGTTCCATTGAGTTTCTTTTTGTGATATTCAGAACAATGGTTTACCAAATGTGGTGCCATATGCAAAAAATCAGGATATTTAGCATCAGATGATGGCCATGCACCCATTTTACCAGTTGTGCGACCAAATCTAATAATGATAACATATTATGTGAATCAGTAACAGTTTTCATGTGCAATTTTTAATAATAATTTGTTTCGATGTGTCTGTGAATAAATTGTAATGCAAAATTGACATTGTAAAAATCGCAACTTGAATCGCAAGGTGCGTATCCGATAACAGAAATTTCCGAATTGTGATGGATATGTGAATGAAGTGTTTTAACATTGTCATTATGTTGATCAAGACATGTTTTCAACATGGGATCTGAACTTTCAAAAATTAACTTTTTACACAACGCAAAATCGTACCCATTGAGCCTTTTTTGAACCAAAGTAAGTCGTTTTACATGAAATCGAGCCAAAAATTCTTCAGTGTTAACTGCAGGTCGGCAAAATGTCCAATTAGCATTGCAAATACCACCAAGATCATAGGCAAGATTGCCTGCATCTATTGTTTTTAGTTTAATTGGGTTTATGATGTGTAAACTTTCGATTTCACACAAAAATGCAATGATATCAGTAAGATCTTCAAGTTTTATTAATTGCATTTTAAGATATTTTAGTTTGGGCATGATGTTAAAAGGTGGCAAAATTTTTTCAGATGAAAGTCCATTGTGTTCAGTTACATTAATCCAAGTAAGACACCTAATTTGTCCCAATGTGGGTCTCATATTAATTGCGATACTTCCATGGAATTCGATATCAACCAATGTTAATTTGGTTAAATTTGTCGCACGGATGATACAAATTAAAGGAAAATCCGCGCGATTGACGGTTGTTGATATTAACTCCAAGTGAGTTATTTGAGTAAAATTTGCAAGCTTCCACAGAGTATTTGATGTTGCAAACTCAATAGCCAGATGTTTTAAGTTTGGCGTTATGTTATGTAAATCCATGGCATCTGAATTTCCAGAAAAAGTAGCATCGCATTCCACACCAAAATATTCCAATTTATCCAGCAAATGTTTTTTGGATTGAATTTTGATATGGTCATTATTTACGCGAAGTTTCCTTAGATCTCCTCCGAAAACAGTAAGTTCCAAAGTTTTTTTTGAAGATTTCATTGAATCAGCACCCTCATAGTAGTCCAATACTAACTCTTGTAAAAACAATAACTCAGATAAATCCACGCCATCTTTTTGATGGCATCTGACACTCAAAGTTAAAATGACCAAATTCGGGAAAACTTTGGGGAGATAATCATTTCCATCGCTTGCTCCCCAAATTTCTTGAACGTGTGGAAAGATTTGTGGAGCACCGGTGCTACAATCGTACACGATATGCGAATTACCTGCATAAATTCGTTTGGTATTTGGAAAATAATTCAATATGGTTTTCCAACAATATTTTCGTGGAAGGATATCATCATATGCCGATGGTAAAATGGAAATGTTTTCTATGCTACTTCCAAAATCTTTTAAAAAATATGGATTACATTGAATTACGACATTTAACCTGCTCTCCAAAGTTATGCTCTTGATGCGCGGTTTAAGTTTCTGTTTATCAAGAAGAGCTTTCGGTGCCCATTCGATTGGTTTAGAATTAAAACTCAACGCGTATACAAAATCTGAAATTGTTGTAGGAAATTGTCCACAAAGCGAAATATCGGTCATATGTTTCGCAAGAAATGAATTTGGGGTTTTAACCAGACAAATTGGAATATCAATCGCAGACATGACTGCATCTATCTTTTTGCAGATTCTGGTATCGGTCGCGCATGCAATAAAAAATTTAACGAGTTGTTTGCCTTCAAGTGTAACATTGAATGAGTCACTCACGACAAAAAAATGGAGTATTGCGACAAAAATTTCGCACGGAAATTTCGAAATATGATCAATTTGCATATTTCTCAATATGGATGACATAATGAGACGTACTGTTACATTGTAACAGTGTTGACCAGGTGATCTAGAGAATCAATTTTTTTCATTTGCCTAAAAATTTTTAGAAAAATGAATATTACATTCCAATTTGTCTGTGAACAAGTGAAAACATTACATCATCAAGTTTGCACTTTGACTGATATGTTTGATCTTTGGGATAAATATCACCTCGTTTGTGATCACCAGAAAGAATCTTTGCATAAAGATTCTTGATATGTTCATTATGTTCACCAAGAATTGTTTTTACCGGATCAGGGCTTTCAAAAATTAGTTTCTTAGACCAAGTCTTCAAGGCCGAATATCCAGTTAATATATCATACACAAGATCAAGACGCACCATATGGAAATAGGACAAAAATTCTTCTACATGGACAGCTAATTTATGATATCTGGTTGTATCAAGATCAAAATCCGAATATATTATCATTGGCAGCATTGGATTTATGATATGTAGTGTTTCTATTTCACACAGAGCGGAAATAACTGGATCCAAATCTCTTATTTCGGTCAACTTTACCTTGAGATATTTTAAATTACGCATAGCACAAACAGCAAATGGTGGCAAAATAGTTGCTTCATTTGAGCTTCCAACATGCTCAACAACGTTAATCCAAACAAGATATTCAATGCTAGATAACAATTTCCAAATCCTAAGTTTGCCTTCAGCATGGACATTAATTAATGTCAATTTTGTCAAATTTTTACATGAATCTATTCCACCTGTCAAAGGCATCTCACCGCGAAATTTAGTGGATCTCAATTCCAGATGGTTAATTTGCGTAAAACTTGGAATTTTATCTAAAACAGATTCAGATGAACCATCAATGGCTAAATGTCTCAAATTTGGTGTTATACGATACAGCTCCATAGCCGGCGCATCTGTTCTTATATGGTCATGATTAAACGAGAATGGTAGCAGCTGGTAACAATCAACGCTCAAAAAATTCAATTTATCCAGAGTGCCAGATTTACATTTAACATTGACATGAACAGATTTGTTGATGTGGAGTTTTCTTAGATCTTCTCCAAAAAGAGTTAACTCAAGAATTTTACATGGATGTTTGATTTGCTCTGCTTGGATTTTGTACCAACCAAATTCTTGCAAAAAATGCAAACCAGATAAATCAATATGACGTCCTTGATGGGTTCCACCACATAATGTCAATATGACCAGATTTGGAAATGCAATTGGAATATTATCGCCTTTGTAACATCTTATGTTCCAAATTTCTCGTATGTTTGGAAAAATATTCTCGGTGACTACGATATGGTTAAAATCTGCATCGATACATTTGACATTTGGTAAAAAATCAAGCAAACCAAATGTATAAGTTCCCCATCCATAATCAGCATAAGATGGACCAATAACAATATGAGTTGCCCCGGTAAACTCACCATAAAGTTTTAGAAGAGCTTGAGTTGTATCTTCGCAATCAGGCATTTCATCCAAATCTGGATCAACAATATCCAAATATTTAACACGAGATTTAGTTTGTACGGTTGCTAATATTTTCTGAAATTCATCAAAACAAATATTTTCGGAACCATCATTAAAAATTTGTCTTGTTTTAGTTGAAACAGTCGTTGGAAATTCTTTTCCGGAAAGTGAAATATCTGATACGCATTCCGCAAACCATGATTTTGATGTGCTTAATAAACAATATGGAATATCAATCAGCTTCATAGCAGATTTAATTTTTTTGTGCAGTCTGGTATCCATTATGCATTCAATCCAAAATCTGACAAGCTGTTTGCCTTCCGATGAAATTTTTGTTGGATCTGAAGTACTTTTGACATCAAAGAAACACATAATTCTGGCCAAAATCTCTGGTGGAAATTTTGAAATGTGATCATATTTTTGTTCAGCATATCTGTTTATTAACATATTAACGGAGTGTAAGCGCCAGCAAATATGAATATGTTGTTATACAACACAATGTTCATATAATTCAATGCATCAATTTTTTCTAAAATTTTTAAGAAAAAAAGAATTTTACACTTCGTTAATCGAGATTGCGTAGCCATCGATGATTACACTCCGTTAATCGAGATTGCGCAGCTATCGATGATTACATTTCAATTTGTCTGTGAATAAACAGCAGCATAAAATTATAAATTTTCCTGGTTGGAGTTCGTTGCAAAAATTCTGAATGAAGTTTTTTGACATGTGCATTATGATTGGATAAATTAGTTTTTACCACAGTTGCACTTTCGAAAATAAGTCTCTTACAAAAAGATTTCACAAATGAACTTTCAGTAATTTTTTCCTTCAAAAGATCAAGACGCAGTGCATGAAACCAAGATAAAAATTCCTCTGTGTGAACTGCTTGCTTGCTAAATCTGATGCTAGGATCAATATCGGAGCGTATTCTCATTGAAATTGAAGGATTTATGATGTGCAAATTTTCCACTTCGCATAACGCGTAAACAAGATCTTCCAAATTAGGTACTTCAATTAGCTCCATCTTGAGATATTTTAATTTGCGCATGGATCTGATTGGCGGCAAGACTCTCGCCTCAGGTGGACTTCCTACAAATTCTGTCACACCAATCCAAGTAAGATATTCGATATCAAATAATGTAGACCAAATTGCAAGACCAGCTACTGACTGCACATTAACCAATGCCAACCTCGATAATCTTTTCAACCCCCGTATACAGCCAACATGTTTAAGCGTTTCGTTGTAGAAGATTGTATTTTTGATTTCCAAATGAGTTATTTGTGCGAAATTTGCAAGACCCTTTAGCATATCCCCATTCATGTGTTCTATGACCAAATGTTTCAAATTAGGCATTTTGTGGTGTAGATTTATGGCGGCAGAATCTGTTTCAAGAAAGTCAACAATCTCGCTGCCATCAATTTCGAAAAATTCTAACTTATCTAGTCCGCCAGATATCACATTCACATGAACAGATTTGTTTATGCTGAGTTTCCTAAGATTTTCTCCAAAAAGCGTTAACTCTAATATTTTGCCTGGACGTTTAATTTGTGCAGGATCGATGTTATACCAACCAAATTCTTGCAAAAATTTTAATCCAGATAAATCAATATGACGTTTCTGGTGGACATCACCACATAACGTTAATCTGATTAAATTTGGAAAAAATTGTGAAAAATAAGAAGCTCCGCTGATTCCAATATTACGGATTTCTTGCACTTTGGGATAAGTATCACCATCGTGATCAACACATTGATAATTTGCATCTATGCATCTTACATTTGGTAAAATTTTTAATATGTCCCATCCATGATGACCCCAACTATGCGAATTAAACGATGATCGGATTAATATATCCGTAACTTGCACAAAATCACCATAAAGTTCTGATAGGGCGTCAAATCTGTCTTCGTGTTCTGGTATATCATCTAAATTTACATGTTCAACATCCAAACATCTGACACGAGATCTAGTATATTGTCTTTTGGAAACAGCAGCCAGAGTGCTTCGAAATTCTTCAAAAGTTATATTTGTGGAAACATTTGCATATGTATTCCTTTTTGAAGATATTGTCAAGGATTTTCTTCCATAAAACGACATATCAGTCACATACCTTGCAAAATCTGAATTCAAATTTTTCACCAAACATATGGGAACGTCAATCACAAACATAGCTACATTAATCTTTTGGTATAACCTAGTATCTGTTGTGCACGCAATCCAAAATTTGATCAATTGTTTGCCTTCAGGTGAAATTTTAGATGCATCGGTTGCGCTTCTGACATCAAAAAAGTTGAGAATTCTAGCTAAAATCTCTGATGGAAATTTAGAAATATGATCACAACATTGATCACCATATCTGTTAATTGATAACTTCGACATGGTGGAGTATATTTTTGTATGGCATAATAATGCTCAGGTAATCTTATTAATCAATTTTTAATCTAAATTTGCAAATTAAAAATTGCGTTTCCAATTGTCTTTAGCACAAATAAATGTGTATTTAAGAATCTGAGTCCAAATACAAATAGATTTTATCAAGGATTACTGCATTTATGGCTTATCATCTGGGTGTATCTAATATGTATTATTACCTAACAGCATGCAAAACAGGTGATATTGCTTTCGTAAAAGAATTTACTACCAGACTAAATGTCCATATCACAAGAGAAACGAATATGTTGGCATTTGTTTCCAGTGCCAAACATGGCCGCTTAGAAATTGTCAAATATCTGGCCGGCTTTTACGAATATCTCATAAGGATAAACTCAGGTAAAAGAGCTCTTGAAATTAGTATGATTTACGGCCGCACAGATGTTGCAAAATTTTTAATCGAGTTGATAAACGCAGTAATCCAAAGCAATGCGTGGATAAAAACAGATCTTACATGCGACACAAATAAAATTCTCATTGCTGCGTTTTTGACTAGTGTATCATTAGGTCAAATAGCGATTACAAAATATTTGGTTGATTTAATTTTTATTGATGATGAAACACTTGATACGGCATTTTATAATGCAGCATTTGAAGGACATTTCGAAGTTGTACGATATTTGACAAATCTTGGACCCAATATTTATTATCATAATGACAAAGCATTAATGTATGCTTACCAAAACGATAATGTTGATGTTCTTAATTACATACTAAGCACGTTTTCAAAACAGCAACGCTATAAGTTTTTATTCAATCGCAAGCATTACGAATATTATGATGAATACTATTGTGAAATTCCACCAGAAACTGTCGAAGATCCATGTTCTAAAACCATGATTATAAATAAGATATGCCAAAAACATAACATGTTAAAGTTCATTTTAAAACCCAAATCACTTTTTTACAGATGACATACTTTTAATTTTTACGAAGACAAGCCCCGTAAATAAAAATTGAAATTCAACAAAGTAAACTGTTATCAAATTATCCTTTTTATTTACGGAGACGAGCTCCGTAAATAAAAATTGAAATTTATCATTATCACATAATAAATTATCTCATTTATCAAAGATTATTGCCATCAAATGGAAAACAAAAGGAAAATATTTTTGAATGCGTGCATTAACGGCGATTTTCCTTTGGTAAGTAAACTTTATACGCCGTATCATAATATTTTGTCTTGCGCAGCGGACGGTTTACGATTGGCTATTCAATATGGTCATTTGGACATTGTGGATTATATTTTCTGTTTAGGTTTCGGTGCAGATTACACAAAAGACGAATGTTTAATAGATTCGGTAACATATCAACAAACGAAAATAGTACAATATTTGACTAAAATAGGTTGTGATCCTAGGGGAAGACATGGACGCGCTTTCAATGTTTGTGCGAGTACCGGTAATGTGGAAATTTTCCAACATCTGTTAAAAATAGGTCCCAATCCTAAAAATGGTTTTGACCCTGCATTGAGAGCAGCTTCAGCACATGGACACATTGAAATGGTGAAATATTTAATTGGTCTAGGATGCGATCCAATGAGTTCACAAGGATATTGTATCGTACATAGCGCCAAAAACAAACATTATGATGTTGCCAAATACTTAATCGCATTGACATCCGATTTCGATGCTAATTATTATGCTTTGGAATATTGTTTAGCAACCGTTTACATGGATTATAACTTTTACAGATATCTGCTAAGTATGTTTTCCAAAAGATTACGTTTAAAGTATCTGTCAAAAATTTATAAAATTAATTATTGGATTGCTAATAATTGGATGTCGTTTTCCTACATTAGGTTAACTTCTAAAAATTTATTGAGAAAACATAATATGTTAAAAACAATTTTGAAACCCACAAGTTTGCGCATTCAGATGACATATTTTTAATTTTCATTTTTCAAAAAATTTAAAAAATGAAAATTTTGTATTTACTTCGAACTTTGTTCCAAATGATAAGTTTGAGGGCTCGACAAGTAAGATACTTTACAAGGGATATGTATGTAAGACCCACTGTATGTTACATAAGACGGTTGAGCGACCGCAAGACTCTTGGAGAAAAAATTGACTTCAGGAGATTTTGATGACGATGTTGTTACCCCATGTGAAACAGTCGCATTTAGGTTAGTTGTTTTTTGGTGAGTTTGAACGAAAGCTGTTGATGATATTGATGTTGATGACATTCAGCAGATCCAGTTACAAACTAAAGGTGTGGGTAATCTTTAAACACTCTTATGGTATCTATAATGAATTTGCCTGTGCAACTTTTAATTTCAATGTTAATTTTTTATTAACATTGAAATATGTTTATGAATTGTAAGTTCGACAACGCGTTGTCTCCTTAAACTCCCGCAAGCTGCGCTTTTAGGAGTTGTACGCCGAACGCGAAGCATTTGGCTATAATTCATTTATGAATTGTACGCCAAACCGGACATACCAGAGATGAAACGCTGGATGTTGTAACCGAAGCCCATGATCTGGAACTTGTTGGTGGGGTTAATGAAAATGTCTCCATCAGGACCAGAGAAGTGACCGAACTTGATATCCAAAAGAGCGGTATCAATTCTGGAGAAGTTGCAAGTACCAGAAGGCTGATGCTCAAGAGGATGGAAACCGAAGCTGTACATTCCCAAACCAGCGCGAGGGGTATTCAAACCAGCTTGGAAGGGAGTGACTCTGTTGTAGAAATCACCGCTTCTGCGTCCCTGACGTTCTTGTCCGTTAATCTGGAGTAGAACTTCAGTAACAGGGTTGATAGTACCGTCAATCAACAAACCAGTGTTGTCGTGTTGCCAGACGTTGACGTCGAACTTCTTAACATACGGAGTTCTGTTATCGTTATCGAACTTAGTCGTGGGAGTAGACAAGTCGCGCATGTTCAAGTCATTGCGAGTAATTCTCTCAACGCGAGGGTAGAAGTTAACATTACCATCGTTTTGGTGAGAGAAGACGCGGACAATACCATCGATCTTGTTTCTCAAGTCGTTCTTTCCACGAGACAACAGATTCGAGTCATCAGAGAGCTTTCCAATCAAAACCTTTCTCTTACCACCGAAAGCGTCCTCGGTATCAGGATGATCGAAAGTGAACTGTCCGTAGTGGTCATTGTGAGTAGGGTCAATGGCAACGTACTTAGTGTTGAGATCACCATTAGAGTCGGCATAGTCGTCTCCTTCACGAACAGTCTCGGGAATTTCATTGAAGTAACCAAACTCGTCCAAATCGAACTGAGACAAGAGCAAAAGTTCCGCAGCTCGCTCCTTAGCAGCATCCCAGTTGTTGTCATCATAGACCATGAACTTACCACCTTGGTAGTTACCCAAACGAGGCATGAAGAACAAAGCCTTGACAGGGTGGTTGAAAGTGATCTTGTACTTTCCATTGGCGGAGTTGGAGATGGATTCATCACCATTGTATTGCAATTGCTCAATCAAATACTCGTGAGTATATTGTGCGAATCTACGACGTTCAACGTTCTCCAAGAAGATGTAGTTGACAAGCAAGCTGGCTTCTTCAAGAGCAAGGTTGGGGCGTCCAGCCTTGAAAGCATCACTGGCAATGTAAAGCTGATCAACAGGTCTGAACTTGACAGTGATTCTAACTGGGTGATATTGCAATGCAATCAAAGGCAATGCCAAACCGTTATTACGGCAGAAATAGAATTGAAGAGGAACATACAAAGTCTTGGACTTCTTCAACACAGCAGCCTTGTTATTTTCATCATCAACCCAATCAAGACTTGACAGAGAGGTAAGATCGGGAGTGTTTCCGATCATCTCATCAAATCCTTTGCGTTGATCAGCTGAAGTGGTAAGATCATGCCAGACCTGCAACCAATCTCCATAATGTTTATCAATCAAAGTTCCTCCAACTTCAAACTCGGTCTCAGCAATGGCAGCGATACCAACGTTACGAACCCAAGCGAATTGGACGTGTCTGAAATTTTTAAAGTCTCCACCATAAGCGACTTCGGGCAAAGTCATCTTCAAAATGGTCTGTGTGATCAAATCTCCAGTTCTCTGGATTTCGGCGCTAGCCTGACGACCAAAGCCAACGTTTCCATTGAAGTTTAGTTCAATATTTTCGATAGCAAAATTGGTATGTCTGCGATAGACAATCTTAAAATATGTGATCTGAGGAAGGCCAGTCAAGTAGAGATCTTGAGGACCTTGAGCTACCAATTGAATCAATCCACCAGGCATGTTAGTATTAATATACCTATATTAGATAATTTTTTTTTCAAGGGTTAAAACGTTGCAATTTCAACTAAAATTGTTGCGGTATATCGATTAATTTTTGACAGAAACATAAATCGCATTTTTAAAATAAAATTTTTAATATAGGTAATATATTTGAGATTGCAAACTCGTTTGGTTATATAAAGGATTTTGACGTATTTTATGACAATCTTTGAATCTCGGAGAAAATTGGAATAATTTTTGACGACAATTAAAAGCGCATTGGTCCGATGAAAAAATCTGTTGTGAAAAAAGCCGCTTTAAACGCAAGAGCTAACAAAACATCGCAAATACAACATACTCTAGACCAAAAACATACTGACAAACTTCAATTTTTAGATAAAGTAAATGAAAGTCTTCCTGAAAAGAAAAAGTACTTAGCTGTCCTTCGCAGGAAGATGGAACTATTAGACAAGGGCAAAACAACATCTAATGGTGTTAGCCCAAAATCAAAAGTTCAGGATAACGCGCCTACTCGTGGCCGTAAAAATTCCAAGAACGCTTGCGATAATAATTCTGGCAAAGTGTTAAACAATGCCGGAATAGATCAAACTCAAACATCTTTGCAAGAAAAATTCAAAGTTTTGGATGAAATTCAAATGTTGGAAAATGACATTGCTCAAATTGAAAGTGGTGAAGAGTTTTTGGATTATTTTGGACAAACAGTTGATATTTTGGCTGATTATTATGATGTTGATAATGCAGAATATTCATCGGACGAGGAAGCAATGATAACTTTAGCTATTGATGCTAAACGCAAACCTGGTGGTATTCTTGGCTATTTCAATAAAGAAATTGAATCTCAAAAAGCAAACAACATTATCAAAAATAATTCTACTAGCAAAATATCTCAAGCAAAGGTCGCCAAATGCACCAAAGCTGAATTGAATGCTAAATATCTGCAAGCCACAGGCGCCATCAGCACCAAAATTAACCGACAAACATGTCCGTTACCAAAATGTGAAGGAGAAATGATTCCAAACCATAATGCTGGACATAATGTTTGCAGAAAATGTGGTCTTACAATGGAAACACTTATTTCTACAGACAAGCCATCCTATAAAGAACCAACTCAAGATAATGCAACGGCTTACAAAAGATCAAATCACCTAACGGAGATATTGGGACAGCTACAGGCAAAGTGTACGGTTGATATTCCAGCCGATGTTTTTACACAAATTGGAGATGAATTACGTAAGCGAGGATTAAATAAAGATCATTTAAATATCAGGGGACTGCGCCAAATTTTACAAAACTTGGATTTGAAAAAATATTATGAACATGTACCATATTTATTGTTACGTATTAATGGCACACAGCCACCGAGTTTTAGTAGAGATGTTGAACGGAAAATAAAGCAAATGTTCAAAGATATCCAAATTCCATTTGCAATTTATTGTCCGAGCGGCAGAGTAAATTTTTTGAACTACTATTATGTCTTGAAAAAATTCTGCGAAATTCTGGGTTTGGATTCATATGCGAAGTATTTCCCTCCGCTAAAAAATGCAAAGAAACTTTTGGAACATGACAAGGTTTGGAAAAACATTTGTCAGTACATGGATTGGCCATACAAAAAATCGATTTAAATCGATTTTTGTATGGCCAATCCATTTAATTTATGTTTCTTCAGAAACATAAATTTCATGGGTTGGCCTTATAAAAAGTCGATCTAGATCGACTTTTATAAGGCCAATTCATTCAATTTACATTTCCGTAGGAATGTAAATTTCATAAATCAGCCCTACAAGAAGTCTGTCATGACGCAAAAGAAAAAATCTAATTTACAATTTTACAAAATTGTAAATTAATCGCTGTTGGGAAACTCAAATGCCTTTTCCTCAAATTCAAATTCTTTACTCCATTCCATTAATTGTTCAATCATATCGTAATCGTGATTAAGTATGTAACCATGTTTATTTACAGCCGATCTTACATATGCGGGATGATTATCCATGTGCGCCCTCCACACATAATAAATATGCAATTTTGGTACAAGTAATGAAGATGGACTTGATAAACACTTTTTGAGAAGTGTTTTGTAAGTCTTTACACAAGATTTTGTTGAGTAAATTTTCTTGCATTTAAGGAATCTATCTGCCAGAACACCAAACTTTACACAATCTTGAGCCAAATCATAAGTCGTTAAGCTTACTGAATGTTGGTTGTAATCCAAAGGTTGAGCTTTATGGCAGGACCATATTACCTTGGTAATCATAGGATCCAATCCGACAATTGATGGTCTAAATGAACTTATTCTGCTTTCTGATTCAACATATTCTTTGTAATCCAAAATGTAATCGCAAACAGCCTTCTCAAGATCTGAATTGACAGTTGCGAATATGGTAGCCGACGAAGCGTATCTAAGGAGCAAATTATATTCGCCACACATGGACATTAACGAACCATTGGTTAACTTCGCGTCGACCGCCATTTTGGGTTGGTTATACAAGTGTGATGATTCTATTGAACGACATGGGTTGAAATGTATGTCATAGGTCAGGCGAATAGATTTTTTATTGGAAAATTTTTCAAATAAAAATCAAATTAAATCTGCTTGTTGTTCCAAAAACAATAATCAGATCAAATCTGCTTGTTGTTTCAAAAACAATAATCAGATCAAATCTGCTTGTTGTTTCAAAAACAATAATCAGATTAAATCTGCTTGTTCCAATGCAAATCTAACAATATCAACATCATAATATGAATTATGTGCAATGCTGTTTGGTAAAATTATTTGATAAAGTGTTTCGAGTGATAAGCCAGCATCCAAACACATTTGTAAGTGTTTTATAATATTTGGATTTAATTTCATGTTTGGAACACTAATAATTTTTTTAATTAGTTTTGATTCGTGTGAAAAAATGCCAGCTTCAATATGTTTCACTACTAGTTCCATTAATTTATTTGTGTTTTGGAAATCTATTTCACGCAGTGATATATCACCTGATGTACGTTCTTCGCAAATAGATATGTTAATTAGTTCAATTACTTGATTCAAAATATCTGCCGATAGTTTTTGGCAACGGTCCAATTGAATTGTTCCATCAGCCATCCAGCTAATAAAATTATCTATTTGTAATTTATCCAATATTTCGTGTAAAAATTTTTCACATGCTGAGTCTTTGCTAACCCATCTATTAAAATAAATATTTTCTTCTGAAATATTCATAATGCGCTTGATGAAATTAACTGCATCATTACAGATTGTTTCTTCTAGTGGACAAAATGTCTGCGTGTCAAGATATTCTTTGAGTAAATTTTGTGCAACAAAGTGGTCATTATTGCGAAAATAAAAACATTGTTCAAATAAAAATTTTGCAATTCCATCATGATGTAGTGGATTAATTTTATTAAAAACTAAATCCCACCATTTTCTTGTTCCGGTGCTCGTGTATTTAACAAATATCATTGGAATAATTACCATGTAATCAAAATCTTGTCCTAAATATTGTTCCAAAAGTTCCATTTGATAATCAGTGCCCAATTTTTTGTTTTCTTCTGAATAAAGAATGTTCGCTATTATTCGAGTAGGATGGATATCGTGAACTTTTGCATAATTTAATATTTCGGCGCCCAAATAATATCCTATTAGTTTATTGACATTAAATAGATAATCGATTTCAGATTTTGTTTTAGTTGCCAAAATTCTATCGAATTCATCAATCCGTCTAGTTTTAACTAAAAATTCTAAAGCTGCAGTTGTATTTCTGATGTTCGGATACAAGTCCAAAATAAAATTCGCGAATATTTCATCCATTTCGGTAAAAAATATAGTTCTTGGAGGCCACGCATTATTGCAAAAAATTTTCCCATTTGGAAATTTTTCCAATAAAAAACAAGAGAAATCCAATCCATTTTCCGCTAATTCAATTAAAATATCGAGTCTTAACTTATCGCCCGTATATGCAAATCTTGCAAAGAGTACACTGAGAACAACTTTAGTGTTATCGGAATCAAAACCATTTTCGCCAACACATAATTTAAATAATTTCACAAATAAGTCCTGAGTTAAACCGGATCTTGATCTTCGTAAACCTGTCATAAATGCACGCATATTTTTTTTTAGCGCCAAATTAAGACCCTTTGTAACAGCAAAATTGTAAATTGGTTGATCAACAAAAGTATGCCAATCTTTACCTGAAGATGTAAACATATGATTTATATCCAAATCCAGTTGCAATTCATCTTCTAAGACAGAGTAAAACTTTAAAAGATTTGTGCTTGAATTATTATCACCTTGGGGACCACACCAGTTAAATTTTTTACAGATAGTTATCATTTCTTTTACAAATGAATCATCTAAAATTTCCCTAGAATAACAGTAACGTGCGTACTCAATAATCTTGTCGATATCGTGAAAAGTTACTTTGTCAAATTCTTCTGCATAAGATGTTAGTTTTGCATCAGATTTGTCGATAATATTTGCATACAACTCAAATAAACTCATATCAAATTTTGGAGTTTTAAGATAAGCTGCAACCAATATTTTGTGTGAATTGTATCTATTAGTAAAAGCATTTTGTTCGATGAATTTATCCAATTTCGAAATTGTATCATCTAATTCATAAACTTGCAATTTTCTATTTATTACAAAAGCTTGCAATGCACAGTTTCTAGTTATTGTTGCATGCTTTTGATTAAAATGATCGGGATAATCCAAAATATTAATTCCATTGTCATTTAGCGTACCGTGATCAAAAAAATTAAATTCAAACTTTTGCTGAAGGAAGCTCAATGCCAAATCTTTTTTCCCAATCTTCAAATAAAGCCAAAATAACCGTTCTGATTCGCAAATTGGTTTTGACATTCGGTAAATATTATTACGAACTCCAGATAAATTATCAAATGACCAAATCTTTAATCAATTTTTTGTTTTGCAAATAAAAAATTGACAAATAATATTCTTATTTTAACCATAAACGTAGTAATCCAAAACTATGTGTGGATAAGCGAAGCAATCCAAAGCAATGCGTGGATAAAATATTTATTGGCATTTTTCTCAAATGGCTGCATCCAGTTCTAATTATGTGGAAATGTCAAGCATCGCAGTGACTCAGTCTAGTATTATTTCAGCTGTAAAAACAAAATTGTTATCGCGCATTGATTTGGATCCAAAAGTACTTGTTATTGATGAATACAGTCAAGATATCATATTCAATGTCGTCACACAATCTGAACTTATGATGGATCACAATATTGTTCTTGTTTTGGATGTTACCGACACAAAAGATAAATTTCCAATGCATGCATTATATATTTTGTCTGCAGATGACCAATATGAAAAATTTCTTGCTTTAGATAAAAAATCGAACAGATTTGCAACTTATGAAATTATCTTTTTAGGATATTTTCCAAATCCAGAAACCGGGATCAAAATCCAAGAAACACATCCCAAAGTGTCACATTTACATTTGAATCAGATTTGCATATCTGGCCAAGATCATGCATATCATTTTGGTGCGGTTGATCATATTGACTTTCTAACACAAACTCATTTGCAACCATACAAAGAAGCGCTCGGTGATGAAATTGGGGAAATGTTGGCTATCAGCATGGAACCAATGAAGGTTTGGCCAGCGAATATTTTTTATCAACAGTCGCCTGCCGACTATCGTTCCAACACAAGACAAACTTGTCATCAAACAGCGGTATCTTGTTTGAAAAAAATTCGACAACTTATCCAAAACCAATCCAACGCACAGATTGATCCCTATAGTCCCATAGAATTGTTTGAAAAAGCTTGTGCAAGTGAAACATTTGATCTAATAATTTTAGACAGAACTTTTGATTTGATCACACCATTATCATTTAGTTTAGAACTCGAGTCTGCACTTTACGACATTAATAGTTGTCATGTTCCTGTAGGAATTTTGGAATCAGTACGAGACTTATCAGTAACCGAAGCTGTTAACCATTTATCAGAGCGAAGTCTGGAAATTAAAACTCCTGAGGTTCTATCTGCCGCAACAAAAATCATCGGATTTTCTGAACAAAAGCGAATCATAAAGGAATCCCTAAATATTCTAGAAAAATTAGTTTCCAGAATTAAAAGCAGACAAGTTGACCATTTAATCAACATTCAAGATGAAATTAAAACAGGCTTCTGTCTTGGTGAAGGCCAATCAAAAGATAAACTTATTCCCGTATCCACAATGCAAAATTTAGAGTTTCTTGAGAAAATCGTTTCCGATCCTGAATATCTAGGTATTGCAACTGATGTGTTGAGAATACTATCGATAATCATTATGACTAGAGATTTAAAGTCGCATCATCTGGCTAAAATTAACCAAATACTTGCCAAATTGGAAATCGATCAACAAATTCAAAACAAAATTTTGGGACTAAAAAGTTTTTTCCCCAAAGAAAAATTGACGTATCCAGTATTAAGTTCTTACTTGGAAAATCATAAACGCCAACTTAGCCAACTGCAAACCAACTTTCACAAACCCAGTAAATCTCAACCTAGGAGAACATTAATCTTTATCATTGGTGGAATTACCTATACGGAGATTGTATTAGTGCGAAAATTTAATGCTCAAAACAAGCAACAGTTTACATACATTGCTGGATCGGACTTGATTCAAGGTTCTAATTTTATTGATAATATTCTTCTTCAAACGGGTGACATATAGAAAAATTTTTATTTAAAAATAAAAAGTTATTAAATATTATTCCCACAGACAGACATGAAGACTCTTTTCCTCGTTGCCGTGATCGCTGCTTTCGTTGTTGCTACCCAAGCTTGCTCCATGGTCGGAAGCGGCGGTTATGCTTTGACCGGTTGCTGGAACCGTAATTTCACTAACGGTGGTGTTAGTGAGAGATACTGCTCCTTTGATACCAATGGAAATACTTGCTGTCTCATGTCTCAGGCTGCTCCTACCGGAGTGTGTGTTGCTCCTTCTCAAGTTGTCAATGCTGATCCCAGACTTTACCAGTGCGCTCCTGCCTCCACTTCTGGTGCTTGCCCTCGTTGCGGTATCAGCTGCGTCGGAAACCCTGCTTGCACTGGAGGTGACGGATGCCCCAACTGTGTCCAGAATGTCGGACCTGGTGGCCTTACCCGTACTTGCCAAGCTTAAGCACACACCCTAAAAAATTATGAATAAAAAATTTACTTTTAATTTCAATTAAAACTAAATTTGCCAACGTTAGAGTTAACATGTATAAAATATAAACGTTTCATAGTTGTAAGCATTATCAAAATTAACCAAGTGTAATTCTAAAAATGGATCCTGAACAAAAGTACAAAGTTTTCATTGACACGATCAAATCTGATGCTCCTCACGGACATATTAATTTTGTTACACTGAGTTTTATTACTCCGCAAAATGTACCCAAAACAAAATATGTTGATATCAGAGGTTTTAAAATTTATGGAGGTTACAATAACGAAGAGCTAGCCAAAGATGCAGGTCGTAAGATTAAAGCAGCAAATCCAAACCACAACGTATTTGTTGCACAACTAGGTCAACTTTATGATTGGGATAATGTCAACAATACAGATGAGATTGATTACGACGATCCCAAACAAAATGCAATTGAAAAGAATAGGCGAGCTGATGCTGATAAAACTAGACTTATTAAACAACAATATGCAAATGAAATTCAACACGCCCATCAATCTCAACAATCTAGTCGCAAACGTCAAATTAATGCTAAATTAGCAAAGAAACTTCACGATAAAGGTTTGCTAACTCGTAGTGAAACTGAACGCGAAGCGAATAGACAAATAGAACGCTCTACAAAGAATTCGCAAGAAGAACAGGCCAAAGAAGATTGTCAAAAGGAGATGGATGAAGCTATGGATGAAATGTACAAAACAGATTATTTGGATGTTGATCAGGGTTCAAGTTTGAAATATGGTTGTATTAGTTTTTACTCTCCGAAGCGTATTGGAGGTCTGAAGCAGTTATGTTTCAAAGTTAGATGTATATGTGAAAATCAAGATCAACTCCAAAAGCGAATCCAAGCCCTAAAGAAGTCAACTCCCAATGAACCTCTGGCTATATTTGAAGTTGGTAAATGGCATCCTTACCATGAAACAGTGGATAATCTGACTGAGGATGCACTTAAACAACTCAATTATTGCATGTATCATTACATCGAATCTATTAAAATTGAAGCTCAAGAATTTGAAGCTCGCAAAGAAGCCGAAATGAAGAAAGCTGCTGAAAAGAACGCTGAAACAAAAGCTAAAACTTCGGATTCTATTGAAGGTGAAACATCAGTTTCAACCAAACTTGTTGATAGATTTATGGAAACACTGAAACCTCAACAACAAGTAGCAATTAATGATTTGATGGCATATTTGGATGATCCTGAACTTAGAAACAGAACAAAAGTTATGGGATATTCAGATCAAGTTGTAATTGATGTTTGATTATCGTAAACTCAAATCAAACATCAATTAGGTCAAGCCGTTATTGATGTTTGATTACTCATAAATTCATAATAAACGCCAATAATGTCGGGCCGTTATTGATGTTTGATTATCGTGAACTCTGATTAAACACAAATATTTTTAGTTACAATAAATTTGAAACTAAAAATAAATCTACACTGATGCCAAACACGATGTCAAATCAACATCGAGAGATGCAAATAATTTAAGTTTGCCAAAAACGTCGGCTGCTAATTCAGTCTTGATGTATTTGCAAGCGATATCATTAATATCTATTCCATTTTCTGCCATTAGTATAATTAATTCGCGGCTTGCGTTGCGAGCTTTTTCAATATGGCATTTCTCAAATTGCAGGCCTGAATCAATAAAATATTTGTAAACAGGAAGTGGTACCGTTTCGTGATTGTTCATACACATGCCCAGACAATCATGTTGTGCAAAATCTATGTTCCAAATACACCCAAGTTCATCCAATTTGGCAATAAACTCATCAGTATCCCGCCCACTAAGTTGCGAAATCATCAATTTGATAACTTTATCCTTGCATTTATTAGAAATATGACCCATAGCGCTAATTTGGTCATACAATTCTTGCATATTGTATATCACGTAACTAGGGATTGCAGATCTTAAATATTCACAAATTAGCTCTTCTGAATCCACATGTTGAGCCATTAGTTTAAGAACGCTGTAGCTTACACCATATATTTTGGCAAGATGACTTTCGTTAAATTTCAATCCCAAATTCAACAAATATTCATAAACCTCAATAGGTGTGTTTTTGACATCCATGCACCAACCCAAACAATCGTATTTAGTGTAATCCAACCGCCAAGCAATTGCCAGTTCATCTAATTTGGCAACGTATTCTTCAGGAGTTACAGCAATAATTTTTTTTCCATCTGCTAATGTGTAGGTGGTATATCCACCCGTAATATATAATCTTTGGCGTGTTAACAAGATATTAACTATGTGTTGTTTTACCCAATCAGTTAATTCACAAAGATCCATTATTTTTGCCAGATGATCTGGTGTATAGCTCATTATACTTCCCATCCATAGAGATGGATTCAGATGGAGTTTGTTATCATCAAAGTAAGCTTTAATTTCGAGCCAATAAGGATGTTCAGTATTTAGGGACATTTTGCACAGTATATGCTATGGACTATTTGATAATCAACATCATATTCTAATATTGTTGCGTCTTGCAATTTTTTGTGGGTTGATTTCTCATTTGATGAAATAGGATTTTTCTAATTTTGTTTGAAAAATAAAATTAGAAAAACATCATCTGCATTTTTAGAGAAATTGGTTTCAAAGTAAATTTGAGAAACGCATGTTTTGTAATCGAATGTCGTGTAAGAGTATCAGTTTGAATAGCTTTTATAAGATGCGTGTAATCAAGATCTGCATCTGCATATGTAAAATATTCACAACAATTAAGATTTATGTGAGAAAGTCTAGCTCGCTTTGTTGCAATATATGAGTAAAATAGATGTGAAGCTGTATCGAATAATTTATTTTTAAGGCAATACATTAAATAATACAAATACCTTACGCTTGGATGTTTGAAACCGGGATTATGATTTTCATAACTTACCAAAAAAATATTTGTTGAATCGAAAATGTAATTTAATAGTTGTTTATTTTTGTTATTCGAAGATTCCAACAATTTTAAAAAATGATTGTGTTGTAAAATTGGTTTAATGTCTGAGTTTATATTTTTTCGCACAGAACACGTTTTAGTATCCCAATGCATAATTGTTTGTTCATATAATTTCCAGATCGGCAAACTATTTCCTTTAATACATGGATACGTAAGAAGCGATGGAAAATCTTCTTTTCCGTGAGCGCACCATGCTAAAAGTTTTTTAAGTAGATATTCGAATGAAACAAATGTTCCAACTTCAGCTGCTGCTTTTGCAACATAAGCAAAACTAATTCCACTTGTTTTTGCGGATCTAAGAAAAAATTTTAACATTGGCATATTACCTGATTCAGCAGCTTTATGCACAACAATACTGGCCTGACTTTGGAAATTTACACCAGCCTTGATCAAATACATGACCAAGTCATTGTGATGATTTGTAACAGCTGCAAAAAGTGTTTCCGCACTATATTTATTGAGAAACCAGTGTTCCTTTGCAAGTTTTTCAATAAAAGGTAAATTATTGTATCTGGCCGCAACTATCATTGCATGATGGGCTAGATTAGCGTGTTTGGCAAAAAAATCAACAACATCCCAATGATTATGATCTGCTGCCAGATATAACAACGGTTTGGAATATGTAGCAAATTTTGTTTTTACATTCAAACACATGAATTCGACATTTTTCAAATCACCTAATTTAATTGCAGCTTCAAGAGCCGCATCATACTCGGTATCCATATTAAAATAACAAAATCAATGATTCTTGATAAATAAAAAGATTTTATTCTGCAATTTTTTGCAAAATAAAATTCTTTCAATCGGTTTTTATCGATACAAAGTGCGAAGTCAAATCAACATTAAAACTTGCTAATTTTTTCAACAAAATAAATTGCTCACAATTGAATTTTAATTTGATATATTCTTCAGTGATATCATTAACATCAGAACCATTTTCCAACATCAACATAATGACTTCAAGTGTGGCATTTTGCAATTGTTTAGCGTGATGTGGATAGAAACTTAATCCTAGACTCAAAAAATATTTAATGACAATTACGGGTGTATTTTTAATATTGAGACAATATTCCAAACAATCATACATAGTGTAATCCAAACCCCAAATTTCGCCAAGTAATTTTAATTTTTCTACAAATTGTTCTGCGCTTCCTGTAACAATGCCATGAGGCAATAATTTGTAATCGGGATATTCATTTGTATTTATCATTAAACGCTGTTTTTCCAATAATATTTTGATAATTTGTCCTTCGCATATTTTAATAAATGGTATAATGTCAACAAGTTTTTCTAGGTGATCTGTTGTAAAACTCATCAAACTCCCAAGCCAATGTTCTGCATTTAAATAAAGATTCCTTTCAGCAAAATAGGCTGCTATTTCAAGCCAATACGGATGTTCAGTATCGAAATGAGGCATAATGTTTACCTATGTTCTCAGAGACTGAACATCTGCATGCGACTGATAAGTAAATAATCAATTAGTGCTTAGATATTTCATATTTGCAATTTTTTGCAATATAGTATCACCCAATAATAATTAAGCGTTCCAACGCAATGGTTGAAAGCACCAAATTTGCACTCGATACAAGGATGCTTGACCTCGAAAGAACTGCAAGTTCTGTAGGGATCGGTACTTTAGTACAAGACCCATATATTACTCCAATGAAGCACATTGATTACGTGATTTCAAAAGGAGAATTGCTAAACAATGCCATCAAACAAGATAACATATTCGTAATTGAAAAACTAATTGAAAGTGGTATTGAGACAAGTAGCAGAATATATTTTCCACTGGAAATTGCAACTAAAATTGGAAATATTTATGTGATAAAACTTTTGATTAAAAATGGCGCGCTATGCACTTCTAGATGTTTCAGAAATGCACTTACATTGGACATCGGTACATGTTTAGCTGTTATTCAAGAACTTCTCCAAACCAAAATATCAGCATCAGTAAAAGCTGAGGCTTTGATCGAGGCATCAAAATTGGGATTGCTATCTGTTGTAAAAATATTTATTGATTACGGTCTAAGTGTAAATTCATATGATCCATTTACTGATTTTAGTCCTGTTTACATGGCTGGTAGTCATGGTCACTTTGAAATTGTAAACTATCTTGTAAATAAAGGTGCGATTTTGAGACGAAATTCCGAAATGATAACCTTTGTACCATACCCCAACATTATGCGTTTATTTTTATCGCTTAAATATGATATTAATCACGCCGTTCACCAATTTATTTCAGCTGGTTACGTTGTCCCAAATTCAGTGGATCCTCAAATGAAAACTGAATACAAAAAACGACTGAATAAAAAGTTCCATTTCAGGCAAAGTGCAAGGTTGTCTTTGGTGAAGATTGTACTAAGACCAAAAAGTATACATATACAGATGATGTTATTTATTTGAAAATAAATAATCAGCTATTGAATCGATTGTTGGTTTGCATTATTAGATTAAGTCCTAGTTTAATTCAGTTCTGAAAATAAATATGTAAAGTGTTATATATTTATTTTAATTAAATTATTGACAAACCCATGATGATTTGTGTGGAGTAATTTTTTGTGATAAAAAGTCTTGTTTTATTTCCTTTATGAGTCCAGATAAATCTGCTCCGTTATCTGCCAGATAGGATAATTTCAACATGGACTGATCGAAACCTCCATCGTCTTCATACATCATACAAGATTTAGCCATTTCGTTAACATCAAGTCCGTGATCACACATATATTTAACAGTTTCAAGGGAAACATCACTTGCATATTCTGCATATTTCACATCTAACATACTGCGTTGATTAAAAAATTCTAACACGATAGTTGCGTTGTAAACATAAGAAAGAACCCGTTGCATATGACTATCGTTAAAAATGACGTTCCAGTGAAGCTCGAGTAAATTAAACAATTTCACTAACTTGTCAGGTTCACTTTGGAATCGCGCTGCCCAATCAGCGACAATTAAATCCATGTTAATTTCCGGCAACAATCCGGAAATTTCGTTAATATCACCATCGCCGAACAAACCTATGTATTGATACCAGTTGTTCTCATTGATATTTTTAGTTAATTTTACTCTTTCGGCGAATCTTGTTAAAAAAAGAGAAAGATCTTGATTTTCGATTGACGATGCCATAATATGCTAATACTAATGTTTTGCACTTAAATGTTCTGTACGACGAATTTTTAAATGCAATTTTTTATTCATCGTCATCATCAGATAAAAATTCGATATTGGCCAAATTTATCGGTTGAGATGAAGATTTAGGCAATTCCAGAAGTTGGCCTGTTAAATCAATTCCATGTTCTGCTAGGTGGCGTAATTTTTGCATAAGAACCACGTTTTGCTTATTTAATGCCGTTACCACAGCAGTTGCAACATTATTTAACTCTAGACCATTTTCAACCATAAAATCTAAAATATCAACACTTATTTCGCCTGCGTACTTTAAATGTCCCTGATTAAAATTTAATCCACAGTCCAAAAAATATTTGTAGATTGAGCGGTCTGATATTTTTAATCTCAGGCATGATTTGATATGATCGGCTTTGGAATAATCGTAATTCCATAATTCATGCAGAGTTTTTAATTTTTGAATTTTATCTTTTATTGTGGATTTTGAATCAAGTAAACAACTAATTACGTAATGTTGATATTTTTTTATGGCCTCTGGATAAAGTTCTGCGAATTGAACTAATTGATCTCTGGTGAAGAATTCTGCGTACATATACCAATTAAATGGTTCTAAGCCACGATGTCCAGTTTTTTTAACGTGCGCACATAATCCAATCCAAAAAGGATCAGATGCATCAATTGTTTTTGTTTCGCTGGCTAACAGCTTGACGTAATTAATATCATTTGTATTGATGTCCATATGAATGTGTAAAAATTTATTTTGTTGCACATAAACTGATGAGCAATTTTATTTTATTACACGCAATCCAAGGAGCAATTTTTATTTGCGAAGCCATGTTTTGCAGATAAAAATAATTTTGTTGTTATTTGGTGGTTCTGATGATCAAATATTTATTTTATTCATCATCAGAATCACTCGAATTATCAGTATCACTCGAATTATCAGTATGTGATGCTACGTAATTGTTTTGCTTAGGCTGTTCTTTAGGAAGACTAAGAATATGTCCGGTAATATCAACATTTAGTTCTGCTAATAAACGCAATTGTTGAAAAAGTTTCTGGTTCATCAAGTATGATCTTTTAATTACAGTTTCCGCAAAAATATCCACATCTAACCCTTGCTCCAACATAAGATTCACAATATCTGAGTCTGTTATATCAACATGTGCAACATGCTCTTTCTTAAAAGCACATCCGCAGTCCAATAAAAATTTGTAAATCTCGATGTTTTTTATTCTAAACGTTAAGCATATAGAAATGTAATCATTAGCCGTAAAATCATAATTCCATATTTCACGCATGTCGTTAAATATTTCAAGCATATTGCGTTTAACGTAATGTTTTTTAGTATCACGTGATATTATGCTAAAAATAGCAAAGTACTGATAATTTTTAATGTCTGAACACAAATCAATGAATTGAACCATATGGTCCCGTGTAAATAGATCAACAAGCTTTGTCCAATTGTAAATTGTCAAAGTTTTACCGGCAGTTCGGTAAATGTAATCTTTTAATTCAGACCAGAAAGGATTATTAATATCGATACTCATGATTTCCGGCACTGGTATCTGCTAAGCTGACTGATAATTAATTTATTGGACAATAATTTATTGCGCAATTTTTATTTTATTCGTCATCGTATTCCTCATCATCTGTGTCTGAATCATCGAATATGTCGTCATCGATAGTAGTTTTATTTTTAACAGAGACTTTTGGCAATTCAAGAAGTTGACCTGCAACATCAACACCATTTTCAACAAGGTAACGTAATTTTTGCATTAGACCAGTATTTTTTTTGTTAAATGCTGTTATTAAAGCAGTTCCGATGGCATCCAATTCAATACCGTTCTCAACCATGAGGCTAAGAATGTCAGTATTAATACTATCAATGTATTTACAATGTTCTTTAACAAACGTTGATCCGCAATCCAAAAAATATTGGTAAAGCGCACGATCTGATTTTTTTAATATCAAACATGAACCAATGTGATCTACTTTCGAATAATCATAATCCCATAATTCGCGCAGAGTTTCTAATTTTTGAATTTTATCTTGAGTTTCACTTTTAGATTCAAGTAGGCCATTCACAACGTGCATTTGATATTTTTCCACTCCGGGATAAAATTCGTTAAACTGGGCTAATTGACCTGTTGTGAAATATTCTACAAATATATACCAATTAGACGGTTCCAAATGACGGTGTCTAACTTTTTTAATGTGTGTGCATAATTCAATCCAAAACGGATTTGTCTTGTCAATATTTAGTTTCATAATTGCGTGCCCAATAATATTTAATAAAATTATTTTTATTAAATACAATATGAAATGCAATTTTTATTCGTCATAATGAATTACCAAAGTAATTTTCCCTGATGATGTCTAATCGTCACTATCGAAATCATGGAACACATCTAATTGGGGTTGCTCTTTGGTAAGTCAAGAATATGTCCAGTAATATCAACATTTAATTCTGCCAGTAAACGTAATTGTTGAAAAAGTTTTCTATGCATCGAGAATGATTTTTTTATTATGGCATCAGCAAGATCGTTTACATCCAAGCCATATTCCAACATGAGATTTACCATATTTGAGTCTGACATGTCAACACGTGCAGCGTGCTCTTTTTTAAAAGCACATCCGCAATCCAATAAAAATTTATAAACTTCGATATTTTTTATCTTGAATATCAAACATTCGTCAATGTGATCGCCAGTTGTAAAATCATAATCCCATAGCTCATACATATCACGGAATATGTCGTGTGTGCTACGTTTATTGCAGCATCTTTCGGTGTTGTTATGCATTATTGCGCCCAAAATGGCATTATATTGATAATGTTTGATATTTGGACACAAATCGAGAAATCGAACCATATCATTTTTTGTAAATGTGTCAATAAAATCCGTCCAATTGTGAATTGTCAAAGTTTCGTCCAGCAGAAAAACACGGCGATCTAGTTCAACCCAAAAAGGATCGCTTGTATTAATATTCATACTGATTATCTACAGTGCGATAGTTTTTAATAAAAGCTTTCACTAAAAATTATCCAGAATGCAATTTTTATTCTGACAAAACATCATCTTCAACATCGGACGTAGAACCTCCATTATCAAATTTTGAAATAGTGATTGCGTTAACATCGCCAATTAAATCATCTTCATTCGACGAGGGAATACTTTCCCAAGAACAATCTTCTGAATCATAAACTTTTTGAGATGGTTCTGGTCCAGCTAAAATATGTCCGACAATATCTAAGTTCATCTTCGCGAATTCTAATAATTTTTGCATATCTCTGTTCTCGTATTTATACATTTTCTTCACCAGTTTTGAAACTAAAAGATTGGGATCCAAACCTTGTTCTATCATCAAATTTACGACATCCGTATCAAAATGTTTTATGTAATTTGCGTGTATATTTTCAAATGTGCAACCGCGTTCTACAAAATATTTCAACATATTATATTTGTACATTCGGTGTCTTAAACAAACATCTATGTAATTATGTTCAGTGTAATCATAATTCCATAACGCTGCTAATTCATTTAAACGCATAATTGCTAATTCATTTTGAGTTCTGACATTTCTATGATATTTAATAATTTCTGTAATAACTTTTTTTCCTAAAGCTGCAACATCAGAACAAATTGTAGGGAATAATTCGACATGCTCTTTTGTAAAAAATGCAACATATCTGTACCAATTTTTTGTTGACAATGCAGATCTGCGTGTTTCCTGTATGTAATTTTTAAGATCTAGCCAAATAGGGTTTTCTATATCGATCATATTTAACGTTGCCATTTGACACCAAATAACATTGAATATTGTTAATAAAATCTGAGATCAAAATCTTTGCAATTTTTATTTTGAATTTTATGAAAATAAAAATTAACTAACCTGATATTCAACATTTTGTAAACCATCTTACTTTTGATTTAATTTTTCCAGATAAATAATCTTGTTTGATTTCCTTTATCAAGCCTGATAAATCCACACCATTATTTGCAAAATAAAATAATTTTGTCATGTTACTATCAAATCCTTCATCATCATGCCATGTCATGCAAGATTTAGCCATTTCATTAATATCAAACCCATGCTCATACATATATTTTACCGTATCAACGGATACATGTGCAGCATATTTCGCATATTGGACATCTAATAATCCACGTTGATCAAAAAATTCCAACACATCAATTGCATTGGTAACATAATGAAACACGATCTTCAAATGGCTTGGTGTAAATGTGACTTGCCAATAAGTTTCCAACCAACTAAAAAATTCTACTAACTGTTTGGCATTCTCCTGGAATCTTTCTATCCAATCAGTAATAACCAAATCAGTGTCAATTTCTGGCATTAGTGTAGAAAGATCACTAATATCACATTCTTCGTATTTACCAATAAAACGAAACCAATTTGATTCATTGATAAAACTAATACAACTTTGATATTGTAAATTAATACGCGTTTTCAATTTACCAAAAAATTCAACCAAATATGGATTGCAGTCAAAAGTTACTCCAACTTTCCCTGGAACCTGATAATCATATCCCTCCAAAGAAGCCATTTTCACGTCTCGGCAGATACTTAATATACTAAGTGTAACATATTAAATAACTATTTTTTCAATTTTTATTTATGAAACTTGTCTTCGTAAATAAAAAGGATAATTTTGTTATTGTTTCAATGGCGAAATTTCAATTTTTATTTATGAAACTTGTCTTCGTAAATAAAAAGGATAATTTTGTTATTGTTTCAATGACGAAATTTCAATTTTTATTTATGGAGCTTGTTTTTGCAAATTAATATTCAATATCATTAATGTCAACACAATTGACTTGGTATTCTTCATCGGCCACCTTAACCAAAACTTGATTCACAACTCTAGGCCCATCCGTAAATGTAATTTGTTGTCCATATTTTTCAAATAGTTCAGCATCCGATAAATCTTGTACTGGTTCGTATTCTAACAAATGACCGGTCATATCCAAATTTAGAGTTGCGAAAAAGTGCAACTTGTGAAAAACTTCCACGTCAGTATTAGACATTTTCTTAACGTAAGCAGATGCCAGATCATCTGCATTCAAACCATGCTCAATCATTAGACTTAGGACTTCCTCACTTACCTTGTGAGCATATTTTGCGTGTGTTGGTTCAAATGTTGAACCACAATCTAAGAAATATTTCAAAACATCAGCTGAGTAAATATGATTTTTGAAACAAATACTTATGTAATTATGTTTAGTGTAATCAAAGCCCCACAATTCAGCAAATTCATTTAGTCGTGTAATTAGACCAGATGTAGGACGTCTGAAATGCTTTTCTGAAACTAATAATCTAGTCACAATTAAAACATCATGCTTCTGGACATCTGGGCAAATATCAGGAAATTTGATGACATGATCTCTTGTGAAAAATGCTGTTCTGAAAAATAAGTTTGATGTGGTAATGTGAGTTCTGTCCGTCAAATCGTTAACGAGTTCATCCCAAAAAGGGTGTTCGGTATTGATATTTATGACGTGATCTATTTCGTCCATAGATATCGAGCTACGTCGAGACATTTGGTAATGATTTTAACATTAGATATTTAACGTTAAAATCATTAATTGTGCAATTTTTATTCGTCATCAGCAACGGCTTCATAATCTACCCCTTCATCATTTTCGCTATCACCTAATGGGTAAGCTTCAGCTTCATCATCTTCTTCATCTGTGAAAAACATATCACTTTCATCATCGGCAAATGAATAAATTTTTTTTGGAATATCCTCCAGAAAATGTCCAGTGATATCTAAGTTTAATTTTGCAAAGAGTCGTAATTTTTCGAAAATATTTTCATTATCGTCACGCATATCTTGAACAATACAACTGAGCATTTCATTTGGATCCAAGCCTCGATCCAAAAGTAAATTAACTGCGTCATTGCTAAGATAAAATGCTGCTTTGCCATGATGTTGATTTAATTGTGATCCATGATCTAAAAAATACTTGATTAATTTGTAATCCTCATCGCCCGCTTCGCTGAAATTGTCCACAACAATGCCAATACAATCAAATTCACTGTAATCATAATGCCACAATTCGACAAGTTCATCTAAACGAGTGAAAATATCCACGCTCGACCCGTCAAGTTTTTTCCTTTCGTGACCGCTTTCGTTTAGAATAAGTTCACTAACAACAGAAATTTTGCAAATCTGAACGTCTGTGCACACCTCCAAAAATTTAATCATGTGATCTCGAGTAAAATTTTTCACATACAAATACCAATTTTTTGTTGTTAATAATCCAGTGTGAGTATCTCGAATTAGGCGTTTGAGCTCAATCCAAAAAGGATGTTTGATATCGATATTATTTGTCGACATGGTTGATCTGAAATGAATGAAATTTTAGTATTTAACTGATAGTGCATTAATTTTGCAATTTTTATTTGTTACTTGCATGTTCAATATGCCCAACAATGTCAACACTTGAATCAATAAAAGTTTTCAGCCCAGTAAAAATGCTTGGATAAACTCTTTTGTAATAGTCGAAAAAAGCTGAAGCAACGTCATTTGAATCCACACCAATTTCCAACAGAAATTTAATCATAGGTGCTCCAAAACCAACAGTATTGTCAATATGTGATTGACGAAATATTGCTCCATGATCGGTAAAATATTTTAATAAATCAATTTTGGTATTCGTCTTGATGTTGGCATGCAAAACTGATGAGATGCAATCAAATTTATCAGTTTGACCGTAATCGCAACCCCATAGTTCGATTAATAAATCTAATGTGGCCAATTGTTTTTCGGCTTTGGCATAATGTATGATATTATCAATAACATAACCTGCATAATCTATAATTTTTGGAAAAGCTTCAGTAAATGTTTCCAACTGATCTCGAGTAAAATATTTGATGTATATATCCCAATTATTATTGCGCAATGGTCTACAGTCATCTGTTACCATTCCAGAAAATTCTGCCCAAACTGGATGGGATGTATCGATAGCATTATACATTGAAAACCAATATGTAAAGTGATCCCTGTGATAACATTTGATATGTAAAGTATGCAAATATGCAATTTTTATTTTGGATAAAAATAATCAATTATCAAATCGATTATTTTTTCTGATTCACGTGCTCGAAACAACCAGTAACATCAATACCTGAATCAATAAAATTTTGAACACATGAATAGAAAGTCTCATAGTGTCTTTTGTAATGTTCGAAAAATGATAAAGCAACATAATTTGGATCTGCACTATTTTCGATGAGAAATTTTACAATAGCCGGACTAAATTTAACAGCACATTCAATATGTTTATGTTGAAATGTTGCTCCATGGTCAATAAAATACTTTAATAATCTAACTTTATTAATACTTCCCATGCCTCCATATAAACACATGTCAAGGCAATCATATTTGTCAGACTGGCTGTAATCGCAACCCCATACATCAATCAATAAATCTAATACAACCGTATCTGTTTCTGAAGAACAACAGTTTATTATGTTATCAATCACCAAATGTGCATTATCGATAATTTTCGGAAAAGCATACGTGAATATCTCTAATTGATCTCGAGTAAAATATTTAATATATGAATGCCAATTACGAGGAGATAATGACTCATGCCCTATTTTCATTCCAGCAAACTCTGCCCAAACAGGGTGGGATGTATCGACAATTTCGTCCATTTAGTGCAAGAAACAGAATAATTTGCATACTTGAATTGCGTGTAAACTATACAAATATGCAATTTTTTATTTGAAACGTTATTTTTTGTTCACCTGTTCAATATGACCAATCAAATCCACACCAGCGTCAATGAAATATTGTAATTGATCAAAAAGTATTGGATGACTTAATTTGTGGTTTCCTAATATTGATGAGACAACATCATTCGGATCTGCACCATTTTCCATCATAAATTTTAGAATTGCAAAATCAAGACCTGATGCATAACGAATATGTTGTCGTGTAAAAATTGCGCCGCGATCTAAAAAATATTTCAGTAAACTAATTTTGTCATCCGCGCAAATATGAACCGTTATGCATATTTGAATGCAATCGTAATTTTCATTTTTACTGAAATCGCATCCTAATACTTCAGATACTAAATCTAAGATAGCAAAACGTGCTTCGGGTTCGGCAAAACATATAATGTTTTTTATGATAGGAGAAATATACCGCGTAACATTAGGAAACGCAGCAACAAAGATTTCTAGCTGATCCTTTGAGAAAGTTTTAACATACGATATCCAATTATCGCGATCCAATGGTCTCCAACCATTAAGTTCAATTTTAGAAAATTCTTCCCACATGGGGTGTGATGTATCAATCACACTATCCATGACCTGCAGAATAATACTAAGAATGTATCTAAAGTATGTTAGAATGCAATTTTTTATTTGAAAATTTTTTCATGAAAAAATTGGTTAACTATCCGAAATTTTGGCATCACAAATGTGTGCAGCGATATCTACACCGGAATTATTAAGAAATTGTAATTTTCGCAACAAACTTGGGCTTTGTCTTTTGACAGACTCAATAATATTGTGTGTAATTTCGTCCATATCAACATCATGTTGAACCATGAGCTGAATAATCTCGAAATCATAATATGCTGCGAAATTGACAGTTGTTTTTTGAAATGTTAAACCTTGCGCCAAACAAAATTTTGTAAACTTTATTTTTGATTTAACCTTTGCCGCAGATTTCAAACATATGTCGATGCAATCATATTTTGTCAAATCATAATTCCAATTATTAACTAAATATTGTAGTAATTCAATACATTTATCAACATCAAATTCAAATCTTTTCGAATTCGCATAATAAGCACTTTCGATAGCTAATATTATATTAAAAATGATGACCTCCTCGCAAGCATTAATATCAGTACAAACTTCAAGAAAATCTTGGAGTTGCTGTTTACCAAAAAATTTAATAAATCTTGGCCATGTTGATGGTGTCATTCTTTCACTACTTCTATTTAAAAGACACCAATTTATGATTTCATCCCAAGTCGGGTTAGAAATATCGATAATATCAGATGGATTCATCATTTGCAAAATGAGATAATTATTTCATTTTGCAAATGTTGTGATATTTGTTTTGCGCAATTTTTATTCTTGGCGATGTAGCATTTCATCCAAATACCCAACAATATCTGTTTTTTCTCCAAGAAATCTTAATTTTTCAACAAAGCAATTGTTACTTTTTTCCATTTGTCTCATTAAATTGACGGCAATATCATCCGGATTTACACCATTATCAATCATTAATTCAAGCATTCGTTTATCGCAAAAATAGGCACAATTAATAGATGCCAAATTAAATGTTGAACCGTGTTTTAAGAAAAATTTAACCATATTTATCTTGTTCGTTTCTGTATAAAAATTATGATCAACGCATTTCTCAATATATTCATCATTTGTTAGTTCGAATCCCCATATTTCAACCAATTGTTCAAGCAAAATTATTGTTTCAATATGATTTTTGTGACTGATAAATCTTTGTGGAATAAAATAGAAAATTTGGCGCTCAATATGATCTATGATATCCATTACAATTTCTTTTTCAACTGATTTTACATCTATTTTGCAAACAGTAAGAAAATCTGTAAGTAACTGTTTATCAAAAAGTTTTACACAAAGTGGCCACTCAACAACATGGATCTCGATAATATTGAGATGGTAAAAACGATTTTCTATTTCTTTCCAAGTTGGATTGGTTAAATCGACCACTTGATCAAATGTTTTATACATTGGAAATGACCAAGAATAAATAATTTATTGAATAGTAATCACATTGCGCAATTTTTATTTTTATCGTAACGCTTGATCTAAATGTCCAACAATATCAGTTTTCTTGGCGAGAAATTTTAATTTGTTCGAGATATTGCTGTTATCAGACATTATTTTATTTACAACATGTCGTGCAATTTCATCCGGATCCACCCCACTGCTAATCATCAATTCAAGTATCTTTTCCTCATAATTTAATGCTAATTTAATTGTATCAATATTAAATGTCGCTCCTTGTTCTAAAAAGAATTTGATGAGATCTGTTCGCTGATCGATATTATTAAATTTGTGATGTTGTATGCACATACTAACATATATATTTTTTGCAAGATCAAAATTCCAGATATCAACCAACTGTGACAATAATTTTTTTGTTTGATCAGAATCTTTGCATTGTATGTATCCATGATATGGGACGTATATGTAATTATTTACACACGTTAATATGTCCAAAACAATTTCGGATTCAAATTTATTAGGAGGCAATTTGATAATATCTAAAAAATCTGTGAGTAAATCTTCGTCAAAAAATTTCACAAATTGTGGCCACCCGACATTATCTGCAGGAAAAGACATTTTGTCTTTAAAATCTTTTTTAATTTCGTCCCATTTTGGGTGGGTTGTGTCAACAATATCGTTTATTTGCATCTTCAACGAATAATTAATTTATGTAATAAACATATTGTTAGAATTGAATATGCAATTTTTTTTGATTTTAGATTAGGTTAATCAATTTGTTTCTTGAATATGTCCAATCAAATCTACACCTATTTGCGATAAAAATTTCAGATTTTTAAAATGTATTGGGAATTTGCTGCTCAATATTTGGCAAAATGTCGCCACAATATCATTTGAATCAACACCATTATCTAACATCAATTGTATCATATTTTCACCAAAAGCTAGCGCACGTGATATATGATGTTTCTGGAATACTAATCCAAGTTGTAAAAGATATTCTATCAGCTTGCGTACTCTAAATCTTGAAAAAGATGTTACTGTTAAATCCAAACATTTTGCAATACAGTCATATTCTTCAAATTTATCATAAGTACAACCCCATCCCTCAATTAATGATTCAAATTGTTTTATGTTTTCATTAGCATCTTTGTATTCCAAAATATGATCAATGATCTTGCCAAAAAAATTAATGGCATTTGGAAATGTTTCGATAAATAGCATCATTTGATCTCTTGTAAAATATTTAAGATATGCATACCATTGTTCTCTACCATATTTCAATTCTGGATATGGTGCGGGAACTTTTACTGTTTCACAAAATTCTATCCAAACTGGATGTTCAACATCAACAACATCAGATATTTTAGCCATTGTTTTGATGACAAGATAATATCAAATATTTTGCTTACCTGATTTACCTGATTAATATTTATCACATGCAATTTTTTGATTTTAGATTAATCTAACCTAAAATCAATTTGTTTCTTGAATATGTCCGTACAGATCTGCATTTGTTTGTGATAAAAATTTTAAAGTTTTGAACTGATCTGAATTTGTATCCCGGAACCTTTGAAAGAAAGCCGCTGTAATATCATTCAAATTAACACCATTATCCAACATTAATTGTATCATTGGTTCACCAAATTTTACTGCATTGTAAGTGTGATGTTTTTTAAATGTTGATCCTTTATCCAAAAAGTATTCCACTAAGTTGCATGCCAATGGAATAGTTCGGGAAGTTATCATAAAAGTTAAGCATACTGCAATGCAATCAAATTCTTCAAATTTATCGTAAGAACAACCCCACGCTTCCAGCAGTGATTCTAACAATTTAACCATATCTTCAAGTTCTTCCACATATTCCAAAATATTTACAATTACATTTTTGATATACATAACAGCATTTGGATATGCTTCAATAAATAACATCATCTCATCTTTTGTAAAATATTTTATGTACGAAATCCATCGTCTTTTGGATTCATTCATTTTAGTCATATATGATGGAACGCTAACAGTTTTGCAAAGTTCAATCCAAACTGGATGTTCGTCATCGATAAAGTCATTAATTTCAGTCATTGTAGAGGTTTTACAACTGTCTTGCCTTTGGCCGATAGTCTAACGACTGTTCTGATAGGAATTACATAATAGTTTGCATAAGTAACACTTGTTTTGCGCAATTTTTTGCACACATGTAATTAATATGTTTTCTCAGTTTTATCAATGTATCCAAACAAATCAATACCTGTTCCGAATAAAAATTTTAGATTTGCAAATTGGGTTGGATATGCATTACAAAATTTCTGACAGAATATTGTCGCAATATCATCCAATTCAACACCATTATCCAGCATAAGTTGCATCATTTTTTCACCAAATAATAATGCATTTGGAATATGATGTTTTTGAAACATTACTCCATGTTCTAAGAAATATTTAATAATATCGTATACCGATGCACTATCAGACATTTCCAAACATAGCTTAATATAATCATATTCTTGCGCGCTATAATCACAACCCCACGTTTCAGTTAATGAATCCAGCAATTTAATTGATTCTGATACCACATAAATATTTCGCAAAATATTGGTTATTACGATTGACATAAATTTGATAGCATTAGGGAATGCCTCAATAAATAGTGCAAGTTGATCTTTTGTAAAATATTTGATGTATGAATACCAATATGCATCAGAACTGCGCATTGCATCTCGATATTCAGGCACTTTAACTGTTTCACATAGTTCAACCCAAATAGGGTTCTTTGTATCAATTAAATCATGTATTTTATCCATTACGAACTGCTGGATATTGCAATAATTAAATTTACACAAAAAGTGCTACACAAACGCAATTTTTTATTTAATTTGAACTTTGTTCCAATTAAATAATAATCAAACATTTTCTTCCATATGACCAATTATATCGACACCTACATTTGAAAGCAACACTAAACTGCTTAATGTATTTGGTACGATTTGCTTCATAAAGTTTGTTATGGTTTTTGCGATGGCATCAGCATTTAAACCTTGATTTATCATGATTTCAATTATTTCTGTTTTCAAAACATGTGCATTTTTAATACTGTGTTCTTGAAATAGTAAACCATGTCCCAAAAAATATTTCAAAAATTGATGTCCAAGTAAATCAAAACGATATGTTTGAATGCAAATATCAAGATAATCATATCTAGTGTAATCATAATTCCACAATTCAACAAGCCAATCTAAAACACGAATTGCTTGTTCATATTTAATACCCCATCCTTTGTCTGCCATATTAATAATCGATTTTACGACAACCAATTCACATGATATCACATCAGAACAAACTTCCAAAAAATCTATTAATTGTTGCCTGTTAAAATATCCAACGTAATTGGGCCAATCAAATGATACTGCTAAAGTACTGATTCTAATTTCATCCCATTTTGGATGTGTTGTATCAATTAGATCTGCATATGCGTTCATTTTGAATTGAATAGTTTGTCTATTTTAGGCCCGTAATGTGTAATAATGAATTCCTGCAATTTTTTTGAAAATTAATGATTAGTTGATTAACTAATCATTAATTAAAAATCAAAAATTTAGGATCCGCATACTAGGCATCCAGCTTCCATTTTACAAACAGGACCATCAGTTTCATCATCATCTTCAACAGGCTTCTTTGTAACTACTGGAATAGGTACCGGTTCTTCAATCTTGCCAATAATTTTCTCGAATTTTTTAATAAGGTCAATATCAATACCGAACTTTCCAGGTTCTCTGGCTGCTCTTGATCTCAAATAATATTGACCAGTTTTCAAACCAAGTTTCCAACCCAACATGTGAGCGGAACTCAATTTACGAAAGTCTGGTTTGGACATAAACAAATTCAAACTTTGTGTTTGATCGATAAATGGTCCTCTATCAGCTGACATTTCCAAAATTACCTTTTGGGAGATTTCCCAAACAGTTTTATAAACGGCCTTCACATTAATAGGAATACCAGGAATATCTGCAATGGAACCGTCGCAATACTTAATCATGTCCAACATTTCCTCATTCCAAAGGTCAAGTTCAATCAATTCCTTCATAAGATGTTTATTAATTACATAATAATCTCCAGCTGAAGTGTTTCTTGTGTACAAGTTACTCGTGTATGGTTCAATGCACTCATTGTTACCCATAATTTGAGAAGTTGATGCGGTCGGCATACAAGTCGTTGTTAAACTATTACGAACACCATAGGTGACAATTTCATTTCTAAGTTTATCCCAATCCCACATTCCAGACAGTTGACCTTTGGGCAGATTCCACAAATCAAATTGGAACTTACCTTGAGAAAGAGGACTATCTAACCATTCAGGATCAACCAGGTCTTCAGAATCCGAACCCAGATCACGACCTGTAGGTCCAGCTCTGAAAGTCTTGTAGTGACCATATTCTTTGGCAAGCTGATTGGATTCTTCCATGCAACCAAAGTAAATTGTTTCGAAAATCTTTTTATTTAGATCTCTAGACAAAGGTGAACCAAATTCAGTTTTAAATAAGGCAAATACATCAGCTAAACCTTGAACACCAACACCAATTGGTCTATGTTTAAGATTAGAATATTTTGCTTGAGCCAATGGGTAGAAATTGATATCGATAATATTGTCTAGGTTGCGGGTTGCGATATTAGCAATCTTTTTGAGTTTGTCATAATTGAAACTAGGAACACCTTTGTTAAATTCAACAAACTTAGGCAAACAGATCGAAGCCAAATTGCAAACTGCAATTTCGTCTTTGGAAGTGAATTCAACAATTTCTGCACAAAGATTAGAGTTATTAATAGTTCCCAAATTGATTTGGTTTGACTTTCTGTTAACATGGTCTTTGTAAACCATGTAAGGACTTCCAGTCTCAAATTGTGTTTCCATAATCTTGAACCACAAATCTCGAGCTTTGATTTGACGCAAGAAGTTTCCTTTGCGTTCATATTCTTCATAGATTCTGGTAAATTCATCTCCATATTTTCCAATGAGGTCAGGACATTCGGATGGACACATCAAACTCCAAACACCATCTTCTTGAACTCTGCGCATGAAAATATCATTAATCATCAAACCAAAAAACAAATCTCGGGCTCTCTCAGTTTCAGCTCCAGTATTTTTCTTGAGATCAAGGAAAAAGAAAATATCTCCATGCCAAGGTTCAATATATGCAGCAATTGAACCAGGTCTTTTACCTCCTTGGTCAGCATATCTGGCAATTTCGTTAAATATTTTTAGAAGTCTCAAACCAGAAGCAACTCCTTGTGTGGACTTAATATATGATCCATCACATCGAATTTTTGTGAAAGAAATTCCTATTCCACCGGCATTCTTGGACAAAATACCACAAAACTTTTCAAGCTCGCCAATTGCTTCGATGTCATCTTCAACCGTAAGCAAAAAGCAACTTGATAATTGTTCTCGAGGAGTTCCTGCGTTAAACTTTGTTGGAGTAGCATGAGTAAAATAACCTTCAGACATTGCATCATATGTTTCAAAAATTTTGCCAAGCTTGTGTTCAATATTTGGGTATTCTGCTCTGTAATGGATGGCAATTGCTTCTCTCATGATCATATGTTGAGGTCGCTCAATTACTCTGTGTGAATTGAATGTCTTGCCTTCGGTTTTTGTTGCAGCAGTATCGTTGACTCTCAATTTCTTCAAATATGCTCTTTCCAATGTGCGAAATCCAAACAACGTGTATGTATAATCCCGTTCATAGTTTAATCTGGCATTAATTTTTTCAGCATGGCGTCTTACAAATTTTACCATACGCTCATCGTAAATTGGTGCCGGATTATTATTTTTATCGGTGTTCGATTGACCAATTTCCAATACCTTAGAAAAATCAGTTTCAGTTGAATTATGCAAATTTCTAATTATGATGTAAACAGCGATTCTACTGTAATCATAATGCAACGCTTCCAATTCAGATGCGGTTGCAACAATTTGTTGTTCGATCTCCTTGTAAGTATTCATCTCCTTGAGCTGAGGATAAACCTTTTGAGCAACCAAATTAGCATCCAAATGATTACAACCAATGCGGGAAATGACAGCTGAGACACATTTTGCTATCAAATCCAATGACAATTCACGGAGGTTACCGTTAGTATCAACATAGTTGCAAGTTTCATTGTCTGGCATTTTATCGAAAGTAATGATTTTCTAACCAAATCTTTTATATCTGGAATTTTTTCAAGCAATTTTTATTTCGATTCATAAAAAATTATTTTGTGAATGGAAAGTTGGTGTATGGTGCGACTGTCTTGTGTGATTCAAGACTTGGTGATTGCTTTGGAAGCTTCGACGCCACATTGGGTGTAGAATGCATGGATTGCTGGGGCGATCTCCTTGAGGCCTGGAATGGGAATGGGCAGGGTGGGTGCGGCGTAACGATATCCATGTTTTCCAATAAACGAGTGGCAATCACCAGGAGTGTGAAAGTGTTTCCACATTCGCTGGGCAAGGGGCAAAAGCGAATCCTTCTTGATGTCCTCGTAGAAGATGGCTCCGATTTCGAAGCGGAAGTGCACAGACCAGAAGTCAGGAAAGAGTTTGTCAGTTTCATCGATCATGAGCTGAACAGTATCCGCCTTGAGATCAAGGCTCATCAATGTATCTGCAACAAACTCAGAAGATCCAGCGAGTTGTTCAGTTGTGTAGTAGTCAAAGGTCTTCTCCAGAAAGACCGCAACTTGGGCCCAGGTCTCGGGATCAATGTGGAAGTCAATCGGCTCAGTGAACGTGTACGGTTTGATGGTGATTTTCATTGGAAAAGTTCTCTTTTGTTGGTCAAGTCCCCAAATCTGGTCCAAGGCATAAAGGTGGCGTGCAACTTCAACCCATTCATATGGGGAAATTGCAATGGGTTTGCCAGTTGTTGGTTTGAGATCAAACCAAGTGGTACACAGACTATCAAAGAAGTCGAGCTTTTCGCATGTAGGAGCATCAAGGCGAGTCAAGGAACGAGGAGGAGGAGTGATGGTAACAGTAGCCATTTGTTGGGTTTCGGTTAATGTTTCGTTAGCCAATTAAATTGGTAAACGAGTTTGTCTGGTGTCTAGAAAAGTCAAGAATACTATGTGTTTATTAGGGAGCTATCCAATGAGTTCGTCTCCGCAATTTTTTTTTTGATAAAAATATCAAAAAATAAGTTGTTTGTATATGCAACGCTCTTACGCAAAACAGATTTTAATAGGTGAGCAGTCTTCAATGGTAAATTTTTTGGGAATAAAATGGATATTTTTAATATCCATCTAATTGGTGTTTTAGTTTTAATTTTATTGGCAAAATAATTTGCGAGTAAAATTGGCCGACAAATTTCACCATTTGACAGGCTCATTGGTCAAGATCATTGAACTTGACCTGTTGAGTTCTTGGCTGGAATTGACAGGACGATTGATAACGGCTACAATTGAAGCCACTTTTTTAGCTTCGTTCTGACACCAAACATAAAAGTCATATACAGCTGGAGCCTTTTCCTTGAGATAGGTAGTAGGCGTTGGAACTGAATATGAAACATAAGGTTCGTCTCCTTTTCCTGTGATAACAGGCACACCAGATGAAGATCGGTGATACTCCCAGATTCTCCAAGCCAATGGTAACATGTTGTCTGACTTGATGCTTTCGTAGAAGATAGCACCATTCTCATGTTGGAACCAATTGGGCCAAAAGTCGGATGAAATCGCATCAGCTTCCATGATCATGCTTTGGATGGTGCTTGAATGGTGACGGGCTTTAAACATCGTCGCCACAAGAAATCGTGAAGATCCATTGAATTCATAAGAACCAACAAATTCATCAGATTCAATGCGATCGAATGTTGTGTCCAAAAAGCAGACAACCATGGCCCATGTCTTGGGCGTGATATGGAAGTGTTGTTTGGGTGTAAAACAAGGATCGAGTTCAATCACTACAGGATACTCAACATACCCAATAGAGCTAACCCAAAGGGTTCTCATTGCTTGAAGACGATCCGAAACGTACAACCACAAGTACGGTGAAACAGCGATGGGTTTTTTAATATTAGGTTCACCTCTAGTAAGGTACCATTCAGTCCACAGTTCATTGAAATATTCCAATTCATGGACTTCGGGAGCTGTGTATCGGGTGATAGAACGTGGGATGAACATTTTCTGTGTAAGTCAGACTGTTATCGAAATCCTATAGAAATACTCACGGGATTTAGTATTGCAACTTTTTGTTTTATAAAAATAATTTGGCCAAATGATCATAACAGTTTGACATAATTGCATTGAATTATTATGGTAATGGCATGCACTAATTTTTGCAATTTTTTGTTTATTTTATAAAAAAAAATTGCAAACAAATCGATGCTTTAATTTAAATATTACATCAAGAATTTATCTTACCTTGGAAAAATGGAACTTCTTGATATTCTTAATGAACAACCTATTATTGGGAACATCAATGTTCCGGCAGATGACGTTTCTATCGGTGTGGATGTAAAATCAATTGAAATCAGATCTTCATCAGGTTCCACAGATGAATCATTGGCCGATGTTGATATCATTTTCTTTAACGATATCGATATTGTGAAACCTGAAGCTGATATCGAAGAGTATTTGGAACCATACAAGCGATACGCAGATGATTTTGGAACGAGTATTGTATCCGAGCCAATTTTATCTGAATCCGCATCCAGGTTTACTGTTTTCCCCATTCAGTACCCAACTATTTATCAAAATTACAAACACCAACAACAGATTAATTGGGTACCTGAAGAAGTTGATTTTGCGGCCGATGTAAAACACTGGCGTGAAAAGCTGTCCAAGAATGACAGAACATTTTTGTGCCACGTTTTGGCTTTTTTCGCAGCTTTTGATGGAATTGTTAATTTAAACATCAGGAGCAACTTGATTGATGTTGTCAAGATCAAAGAGGCTGAAATGGGTTACGGTAAACAATTTGACATGGAAAATGTCCATGGAGAAAATTACTCAATTATGATTGATACCTTTGTTAAAGATCCTACGCTCAAAGATAAACTTATTAATTCAATCAAAACAATGCCTTCAGTAAAAAGAAAAGCTGACTGGTGTAAAAAATGGATTGAATCTGACAAAACATATGCTCATAAGTTGGTTGCATTTGCAATCGTTGAGGCTGTGTTTTTCTCTGGAGCATTTGCTTCAATTTTCTGGTTGAAGACCAGACCTGGATCCATTATGCCTGGTTTGAGAAAAGCAAACAAATTTATTGCTCGAGATGAAAATTTGCATGTAGAGTTAGCTTGCCTTTTGTATGCCCTGCTTAAAAATCGTTTGAGACAAGATGTTGTTTATGAAATTTTCAGAGAAGCAGTCGAAATTGAAGATGAGTTTATTAATGCATCACTGCCTTGCAAAATGTTAGGCATGAATTCCATCTTGATGTCAAAATATGTCAAGTATGTCGCTGATAGACTACTTGTTCAGCTAGGCTATGAAAAGTTGTACAGCGAAGACAATCCTTTTGATTTTATGAAAAAGATTGATACTTTTGTAAAAGACAATTTCTTTGAAGGCAGAGTTGATTCCTACACGGATTCCAAGATCGATAATCCTAAAATTTATGGAGAGGATGTTGATTTTTAATAAATTGATTTTAAAATGTGCATTAATAATATGCATTTTAAAATCCATTTCCTTCCAAGATGTATTGACAAATATGTTTATTTGTCATCCATGACCATGTTGCATATCTTAATTGTTCATGTCTGAAAATTTTTGTGTGAAGATTCTCAAAGCACAAACCAGCGCGTTCGTATCTGTTCAAAATATCTTTAATTTCTGGACCTTTGATGTAATCGTGACTATTCAAAAGTTTTATGATTTGTTCCAGATCCAAGGGTTGGGTTTGAATGTAATCCACAATGTAATCTATTTCTTGAAGTAATTTATCGGGATTATATTCAGTTTCGCTTTTGAATCTGTAAGTTCTGCGTGAAAATTCTTGTTCACATATTGTTTCTAGTGATGTTACAAGCTCTTCAACACCAAATCTTTCAAATAGTTTGACAAAAAGATCTAATTGTAAACATTTAGGATTACATCTCGACAAATGTTGGCGAATTTTTTCTAGGTGTCGTGTGTAATCTATTTTTTGAGCCAAACAATAATCAATAAAATCTTTAGTTGCTTCCATAAATTTATATGCCGAATTGGAATAGATACATAATTTCAGCAATTCAAATACAATATTTGCATGTTTATTAATAGGCACCGCTTCTAGAGCTCTAATAAAAATTTCCTGTTTGGATTCCTGCGCGTAGAAATTTATACAGATTAACACAAATGCATAAATGTCATCAGCGAAACCAAATTCAATTACTTTTTCAAAAACATCCATTGTCATAGTTCCCGGTAAAAAATGTGCAATATTCTTTGGTTTGAATACGCCATCTACAATATAATCAAACACACGCAAACCAATCCACTCTGCAAAATAATCATTATCACTGTCGCCAAAAATATGATCAATTTGTTCTGGAGTTTGTTGTCTAAGGGCCCAATCGAAACAATCAAAACGTTTTACCTCACATGCTAAGATTAGGTAATGAATTCCAGGTTTGGCGTCTTTGTATTTGTCTAACAAATAGTTTATGAAAAATTTGTCCGCGAAATATCTGACTTCATAACTTTCTGCGCTATCTGTTAAAATACTTTCAAAATTTACACCAAGACTGCATATGTTATCCAATATTTCCGTATTAAGTTGACCGTCGGGCAAATCCATCAACATTGTCGTTAATAGTATGACATGTTTTTCATTAACATAACTTCCTAATTCCACAAATTCTCGGATGAATTCCATCAGCTCATCAATGTCACAATTGTGATTTTGGATCGCATAGTTATAATAACGGAATACAAGTTTGACCACTTTTACTGAAGCTAAACTTAAACCTTGTTCGATAAAAAACTTGAAAATATGTACATTTCTCAACGGTAGCGGAAATAGTCGATTTCCATTATAATTTGTAACAACCCACCCAAACATTTGTAATGGATCCAATTTAATTGCAAAATCTTTGTCCAACATGTCATAAAATTCGATGAAATAATCATAACAAGAATTTGTGGTTAAATCTATTTCCACAAAATAAGATCTAATATTTTCATTAAGATCTGTAATGGAACAGCCTTTAGATAAACAGTAGCGGATATATCCTACAAAGCATTTACGATATTCGATTGATGCCGGAATATGATCTAATGCTTCGATTAAAAATTCTGTGAGGTTGGCGATAGTAAGATGATTCACATGATCTTCAAATAATGTTACATCAAATTCTGTATTTTTTCCAATACACAAGATTAGTATCCAAGTAGCATTAGGTATGTATTTTAATAGGTCTTGTTCAACCAGAATATTATAAAGTTGTTCAAGATTTGCATAATAATACGGAACATCACTATCAATATTTGCAGAATATATTTTATCAACGATCATATTTACGAATTGTTGTTCATCGCAATCCGTTTGGATGCTTCCATAATTAGACCAATTGCTAAATTTTGCCGTATGGTTCAAACTTTCAATTTTGAACTCTTCCAAGAATATTGGAAAATAACATGAAAACGAACGTATGTTATCAAGAATTTCTGATGCTTGATCTTTGTATCCAGCTCCCAAATAAAGCCAAAATAGACATTCTTCTTCAGTTGGTGGATTCATGTTTGGTGAATAATATTTCTAAAACACCTATCCGTGAAATAAATTTTATTGCAATTTTTTATAATAAAATTTAACTAAAAAATTAATTTGTTCTCACGTAAAACAAAATCGACAACATCTTTATTAGAACACCACGAATCTATTTTAGAAAAAAGTTGACATTCAGCCACGTCAAATGTAATGCCATGTGATGTGCACATTCGTAAAATTTCATCGCAAAATTGCTTATCAGAAGGCATATTATTTAATAACAATTTTACATGCTCAGATTTGAATAAGCCTGCTTGAATGTGTGCTTCAAGATTAGTTTTTACATTGTTATTGAATACATCATAATCATAATCGAAGTAATATGAACTGCTTAACATATTCAGGATCAATAATAGATTTTCTTCAGATACATCATCTGCAAGTTTATTGAAATCAATTTCCTGTTTGCCAATTTTTAATTCGGATTTGGTAAGAGCTGTTTGTGTTGTAATCAAATTTATCAACACAGGATCGAGATCAAATCGATCGGTTGCATTCTTTTTTGCAAGAACATCTTTAACTTCACCAACGCAATCGCTAAACTGGACTGAACCATGTGATAAACAATAGTTGATGAGTGTATTTATGAAGGCACTATGAGAACTGCTAATCGAAAGGAAATACATAAGTGCGATTTTCTGTTCGTCTAAATCAAAAGTTTCATACATCAATCCCCAACTTTCAACGCTGGAATCATTTTGGCACCATGATAAAATAAATTTAATTTTATCGACACCCGTACACAAATTATAATCAATCACAGCTTTAAAAACTCGCAATCTAAATTTGGCAGTAATATCCGCTTGCCAAGGAGACACTAAACATATCAGAATATCATAAGGTTCAAGATCAAAATCCAAATAATCCAACATTTTCAATCCAATTGTTGTCAAAATTGAATCTGATGTCAATAATCTGATAGCACCTTCGCGTGGAATATTTCTGATCAAGTTGTCAAATTTATCAAATCTATCTGCTTTAATACACAAATTCAATATTTTCAGATTTTTTGAATGCTCATCACATTCAGAATTTCCTTTTGCCTCGCAAATAGGAAATAATGTATCGCGACCCGAGCTCCGCTCGGTCTGCGATTCAGAAATCAATTCTAACATACGATCAGCAATCAATTTACCAACATAAAATTTATCAAAAGTAACATCATATTCGTCATTAATTAACTTTTTGGTAAAATTTTCGAAATCAAAACCCAATTCAATAACATCATCAAATAATTTTGAATCAACCCATTTGGAAAATTGAGTCGCAATTATTACATCATGAATAAATGGATCATAACCTCCAGCATCGATATACATTTTTAAAATTTTGATGTATTTTTCAGCTGATGTGTTTGACAAAAGATATGATACAACTTCTTTTGATGTAAAATCTAAACCTCGGTCTAATGCAAATTTAAAAAAGTTTTCAGACATATATCTTCCATGATATTTGACAACCAAACTATTGATATCATATTTGAACGCGTAATTAAATTCTATCTCAAATTTCTCACATAATTCAATAAATTCATCTGGATTACAAAAATTGGTAAGCAGTGTACTGCTTGTATGTTTGACTATTTGATCAAACAACTTCTGAGCAGGTATAAATTCTTGACAATAAACAAAAAATGAAATTGTAGCTTCAATTGTTGGTTTGAAATTTTTGTGGTAGACCATCAAGTTCTCCAAAAAATAATACATTAAATCAACGTGTTTATCACATGGAAATGATTCAATATATTTTTTCATAAAATCAATATCAAATCTGCATCCATTTGCAAAACACGCGCGTAAAATAAAATATTGTTGATTATGTGTATCTGCAAAAAGTTGTTTTTCATACAAAAGATTAAAACATTTTTTCATGAGGTCTTCGGTATTAGGTGCGAATATTACATAATCAATAATTTCTTTTTCAGACCAAAGTGTTCCGACATGATATTTGTTTGAATATTGGCATACCATGTTACTTTTATTAAGAAACTTTGCACTAGAAAAATTACCAACATAGGTCAAAGTTTCTAACCCAAATGTTTCAGCCAAAAGTTTAGGAAACAGATACACAAAATCATGTTTTGACTGTAAAATTTCTCTGGCAGCATCGATGTGGCCATTTTGGCATAATAGCCAAAATAATAATTCTTGTTCCATAATTTTTTGGAACTTATTTAACTAAAAATTGATGATTAAACACAATTAAACCATCAATTTTTTTAGAGTTTTGCTAAACTAAATTTCAGTGAAAGATCACTTTTACTTTCTCTTTCAATACAATCAAATCGATATGTCCGAGTTTTTCTGCCTATCTTAACAGCTCTGTATATGGAATTTTGACAATGTGGACAATAAACGCATGGTCTTGCATATTCAAAACTCTCGCATTTGACACACTTGATGAAAATAATATTAGGAGACTCATCACGTTCAGGTTCATTGGAATTTGCACTTGATGTAGTATTCATTAGTTATTGTTTATAAGCGTAGTAATCTTATGATAAGCGTAGTAATCTTATGATAAGCGTAGTAATCTTATGATAAGGATAGACAATAATTAAATACCAAACTAAATAAAACCATTTTGTTCCAAAACAAAACTCATTATTAAAATAATAAGTTTTATTTTGTTAAAGCTCTGCTTGTTCCAAAACAAATTCCAATATGTAACGATTTTCAACCCAGGCATTATTGCGTCTTGCTGTGGAAAATAGTTGCAAATGTATATCTTGCAAATCTAAACCAGCATCTACATATGACTGTAACAACTGTTTGACTTCTGATGTGTTGATTTCTTTATGAGAAAAAAGTAGATCTCCAACGTGTTTTAAATCAAATAGACCTGCTCTAATGCAATCAATAAGTCGATCTTTTAGTTTGCGAATAGTATTCAATCGGATTTCATGGATTGATATATCAACATCGTCAGAAATTTCCAAATTGGAATTTTTGATGTGGTCAAGCAGTTTGTTTAACGTTGCGTGTGTGGGTTCATCTTCCAACTGCGGCATAATATCATAATTTTTGCAAATAATGCGATCAAGTTTGATTTTTAATGGAAGACTGTTAAATATTTCTTGAGATGATTCTCCAGAAAAGTCCCAATAAATTTCTTTGAAATTATGTGATTTTTTTGCAGCGCCCGATTCGGTCAACATATACTCAACATCAATATTTAATTTATCGACAGTGTATTTGAAAAGTTTTTGAATGTTTAATGTTAACCCACATGCATCATTATCATCACATGCATAAAATAAACACACAATAAGTTTGTCATATTTTGTATCGGGAATTATTTCAATCACTCTGTTCCATAAACAAAGTAATTTGTGTGATTTTTGTGACAAATCGAAATCCAATTTTTTCTGTCCGAATAACCAACAAACTTTTGAAATGTAATTTTCCACGCGCAGTTTTTTTTGATTTTTTTCAATAAGTGCTTCGATCACATCATCCATCTTTTCGATAGGAGCTCTTGAATAAAATTTGGTGATATCAACATCAACTGGTTTGTAAATATCAATGTAAACCCACAATTGGTCGCACAAAAATTCAAAATCCCATATTTTATCAAAAACATCATCTTTGATTTCTGTGCTTGCCATTTTAAACAATCTGTCGAAGTCATCAAATCGAGCTGCAACCAAACACAAGACTAAAGTATTTAGAACTGGTTCCAAATTTTCAAACGAATCCAGTATGTAATCAGCAAAAAATTTAGTTCTGATTGTAGATTGTAATTGAATATGTTGAATTGAACTGAAATCAAATCCCATGGCTCTGAATTTTTCCAAATATTCGTGAGTAAGAATTTTGCTTATCTTTTCATAGTTCAAAAAATTCAATACCAAATTTGTATGTGTACTTGGTGAATAACCTCCGTCGTGCATATATCTTTCCATCATTTCCAAATATTCGTCTAAAATAGTACTTGGAGTTTCATCGCTATCATTTCGACTATATGCCCAATTATTGTATTGGCCCAAAATTTCATCAACTATTTGCGTGTCTGAGTATGTTAACCCTTGATTCAAACAATATATGTTTATGGGGTTATTGAGAATTCCATAATTGGGATCATAACAAATAAATGTTTCAAATATTCGATTAATACTTATTTTGACGCCAAATCTAATTTCCATTTCGTTACGAAATTTTTCTAAAACGCCAATATTGGAACTTCCATCATCGTTATATGTGAGGCAAATGTAGTTTATTATTTTTCCCAGCGTTTTAATATTTACTAATTCTGCACAATAATTAACGAAATTAATAATAGCATCATAGGAATCCATTGTAAAAAATGGTGCAGCACAACCAGCAAAAAATTTTAGCATACTGGATTTCTTTTTGCCATTCTGACACCAGATCAACAAACATTTTTCAAAAAGTTCGACATCAAAGTGTGTTTTTTCGCGAAAGCATATTCTGGCAATAAATCTTTTAACAAAAGGCACTGATGGTAATGCATCGATCTCAACCAATGTATTAATAAATTCAATCAATTCACTATCCGTTGATTCTTTTGTCATATATTCACTGATAAGTTCTACTGCATACTTATGTTTGGGTTTCTGTTCTGTTTTTCTGGTGGCATACCTTCCATATACAGATTTGAAATCATTAGCATTTTCGAATTTGTCTGCATAATCGAAAATTTTTAACCCGAACAATCCTACAACAAGTGTGACATCAATAAATTTGAAATCAGTTACTCTATCAAAAATACTTAGTGCTTTATCTTTTTGCTCCGCTAACAAGTAGAGCCAAAATAAACGCTCATCTTCTGAACTATCTGGTAGGTCGACCTTTTCAACGCTCCGATAAGCATAAACAACCTTTTTTTTAGATTGCGACATGAATATGAAAATTTGATAATATGTTTATTATCAAATTCTACTATTTATTTCCAAAATTTAACTGCAATTTTTCACAGAAATCCATTTTCTTCCAAAATGAACTCACAAATGCACTTGTTATTAAACCATGTATTTCTAGATAAACTGCACGAATATATGTCTGCGAATATATTAATGTGAATGTTTTTCAAAACTGAGCGGAATTTTTCAATCTTGGTAAAGGATTTGAGCATTTCTTTTGCATTTGCGGGTATTCGACCAATATTATTGAACATCGTCGTTATCATTTGTAGACTTAATGGTTGGTTTTCAATACATTTTACGATGAAGTCCATGCAATCAATTCCATCAAATACGTAAATGCCATTTTCTTGTTTCCAATGTTCTATGCCACTCAAAACTTTTATAAAATCAATCGATTTTGTTGAGTCGTAAGAATCTTTTTGTTTATCTGATCTGGTAATTTTGAATTTTTCCAATATTTTAACCCAGAGTTCAGTTGTTCTTTGTGATTGAACAGAACGAATGCGCTTATCTATAATGCACCAATTCATAGAATTTTCAAAGTTTGTTTTATGTGCGGATAGATCCTCGTTATTTTGCATTACAAAATTTTCAATGAAATTTTCGAATTTTGGCCAAGGATGCGAATCATAAAAAGAAAATGCATAACATTCTTGCACTAAGGCAATCAATGATTCGGCATATTTTGTTGGATGTATTGCATTTAATGTCATATCCATAATTACTGGATTTTGTTTTTGCGAATACATTTTTATGCAAGTCGCGACAAATGCACTAGGGCTAATTTCATCCGTATCTGAATCTGTGAGGCAATAAGCATCCAGAAATTTTGTAAAGAGTTCAATTTCATCAAAATCTTTTTTGGATGCGATAAAAGTATTTATGTTATCAGGTTTGTAAACACCATTTTCAATGTAATCAAATATATGTAACCCAACATAATCATAAAATTTCTTTTTTATTTGAAATGCTTTATCGATTTCTATTTTTGTCATCGAACGCAAAATTACATCAAAATCACTAAATCTGTTAGCCACACAGCATAACCATAAAACGTTTTCCCCTGATGAATAATTAGGATATCTATCCAATAAGTAATCGGCAAAAACTTTATTATTAATATTCAAATTATCCAAATTAATTGAAAAAATTACGTCTAAATCAAGACCCGCATCACAAAATTTATCAACAATTTCGTACATGGAATTATCGGAAAGGCCATAATCCAATACTAGTATTAGTGTCCATAAATTATTGCCAGAATCATAAGCTCCAGCTTCCACAGCATCAATAAAAAATTGGAGAAGTTTATTAAGATCCACCTGATAACCTTTGCATGATTGAGAATAATAATATCTGAATACAAAAGATGTGATTTGTGTGGATAAACAAGGTTCACGGTCTAACAAAAAAGTGTAAATTGGTAATTCAGTTATAATTTGTTGGGATACAAGAATTGGTGCTAGGATTATTTCTGCGTTGAACCTGTGATTAAATTCTAATTCAAACGCATTATACAATTTTACAAAATATTGATAACCATCATTTGAAGTCAAATCTATTTTCCGCAGTTTCCATTGCAAACATGTTTCCAGTTCGGTTGCTGTGCACCCTTTTGTCCACACATATCGACAAATTTCCATAAAAATATCGTAATATTTAATTGCATTCATCAAATAAGTTTCTGAAGAACCTCCACCATAAATTGGAGCAGCCAATTCTATGCTGTTACACAATATATTTTTGGATGTTGATGGCGTCATACACACATCAAACATATCAATATCAAAATAACCATTTGAACATGCTAATGATATTACCCATGCAATATTGGTATTGTACGCAAACAAATTTCTTGCAAGAAGTTCGCTGTAAAAATGCATCAAATCACCTTTTGTTTCAATAATTTTATTTATGAGTAAGTTGATAAAATTCACTTTGCTGCAATTGTATTGTGGACTATTCACGTAAACCCAATCATTAAATTTTTCAATATAATCCAAAGATTCTATGCCAAAGTGATTATGAAAAATAGAAAAATAATATCTAAAAGATTCAATTTTGTCAATCCATTCTAACGCTTTGTCTTTGCGATTAGCTCCTAAATAAAGCCAAAAAACGCATTCTGATTCGGATAGTCCCATTTTATGTATGAGATTAATAGATTGACAATCAATTGAATACTAGACTTAATTTATTGCAATTTTTTGCAATGCAAATTAATATTAATCCATCGGTTAATATTAATTTTCAGAAACCATTTTGTTGAAGAATTATTTCGATAATATCATTATTGCTCAACCATGAGTTTAATGTTTGTCGTTTGTTGAAAAAATTTGTGTGAAGACCTTCAAACGATAACCCTGCATCTATGCAAATATTGCACATTTCATGAATTATTTTTTTATCCAACTTCGAACAACCTATCAGAAATTTGTTAAAATACTTTTCTCGGTCAAACAATCCGGCTTCAATATGTTTAGCTATCAGTTTACTAATTTCAATGCCAGTAGAAATAGGTGACAGATAATGACATCTAACATACAAACATTCTATAAGCTCATTCAAACATTCAGGCGAAATATCTTGACAATTGGTTAAATCAATGATGTTACAGGCAACATCAGACTTTGTATCAGACAAATTTGTAAAGCTGGCAAAAGAATTGATATTTAGCGCAGTTAATATTTTTGTTAGCAACGCTCTTGAATTACCGTTGTGAATAATCCATTCAAATCTACTGTCCAAAGTGGCTTTAATTTCATCAATGTTATTTGATGAACTGATATCAAATCCTGTTGTGTTTAAAAAACATTCAAGGACATCTTGATAAATATTAGTATCCGATGAAAGTCGATCATTGCAATTATCCAATAAGATTAAAAATGTATCTGAATATATTTGTTCATCTAAAACACTGAATGCATATTCACATAATTTGATATCAAATGCATATGAATAATACACAACCATGATGTTCACAAATTCAATATATTTGTGAAGCCCAATTTGCGCACATTTTTGCAATCGTTTGTGAAATTCTTCAGCAGTTTCAGTACCATCAATTAAAAATTTGATTTTGTTTTTTAAGGTCTCTATATCAAGACCGAATTCTTCTGCATAATCAAAAAATTTTAGTCCAATACGCACTACAGCATGGTTATTTCTATTTTCCAAAAAGCTTTTTGCAGTGTTGATTGATACTTGATGCAAACAAATATCAAACTCATCATAACGCTTAGCAATAAGCAATGTTTGAAGTGCAGCATAAGTGTTACGTTTGTCTGGATAATAATCTAAAACCAAATTCGCCAAATCACCACACAAACCATTAAGTTCAAATTCATCTCCTTCAACAATAAATGCAAAATCTAAGCCCACATCCACAAATTCTTGTAAAATTTCGATATTTTCGAACCTGCTAAAAAATTTTATCGCCATTTTATCGTGAACATCTTTTAAATAAAAACCTGTATCAATTAACATTTTTAATATTTTCAAAAATTTTTTGGAATCGATTGCAGATTGCCTCGTGTACGAGATATTGGTAAGAATTTTGCTAATAATTTCGACAGAACCAAAATTAAAATTACAATCCAATAATAATTGATAAATTGGTGAATCCATAAAATCTAACCAATTTCTTGAATATTTGTTGTCAAAAACAATATTGAGATCAATTTCAATGCTAAATTCTTGTTTGACTGTATTGTAAAAATTTACAAATGTTGAGCATACATTCTCGTCAAGCAAATCAAATCCAAGTAATCTCGCATTTAAAAATTCTGCAAATTCTGAAGATTGACCGGCTTCGCACGTAAACTTACCGGTATCTCTGCAATAAAATAAATAATCAACAAACTGATTAAAATGAATTCCTGATGGAGAATTTTTAAGATAAGACATACACGCAGCAAAATCAATAGGTCCATTTAAACCGGCATAAGTTTCAAATAAATTGGTATCAAATTTGCTATCGGGGTCTCCAAAACAAATATACATTAATCTATTTTTTAATATGAATACGTCATCATAAAAATTTTTATGGATAAGTTTTTCCATAAAATTCACAATAGCATTGACAGTGCCTAAATTTTTGTCTTGTCTAGCTAGAATATCAATTAGGCGTTCCCTTACAGTTGCACCGGGATTAAAATAACCTCTGATACCAGTACCATTAAAATTAATAAGTTTTGCATTTGTAAACCGATCCGCATAATCTAAACAATCAATATCAAAATTCAAAATTAGTAATTCACAACTTACGAATTTGAATTCAAATTCATCAATCAATGCCAGAGCTTTATCTTTTTGTTGTAATTTTAAATAAAGCCAAAAAAGGCATTCTTTTTCGGAAATATTAATATCAATTCCAGACATTTTGCAATAAAATTCGGCAGAAAGGCGTCATTAGGTGGTTAAATTTACTCGCAATTTTTTGTCAATAAATTTAATCAAAATAGGTCATCTGCATTGACATCGATCGCGGTCTAAGGATCGACTTTAGTAATGTATGTTTGGTGTTGAAGTTGTCGATTATTGTTTTGTGTTGCAAGCCACAAGTCAAATAATTGGCATAACCAACGATTTTGTCTGAAAAACATCTTAAACGATCACGTTTTGGCAGTAAGTCCAGCAAATAACCTAAAGTTTCGGGTAGACTATTATTATGCATTTGTATGTATGGTTTATCATAAATATACAACATATCTGCGAAACATAAATTACAACCAGATTCGATCAATAATTTCATCATAGGCAAATTATTATTAAGAGCAGCCCTCCAAATCATTTCATTATTGTTGTATGCTGGATCACATCCTAAATTAATCAAATAACGCACTATTCGAATGTTTCCATGTTCGACATTCTTTCTCAACATAGAATCATCAACATGCCATAATTTAACTCCGCGATCAATTAACATTTCAATAACTCCCGAATCACTTGAATTACGTATACACCAAAATAACGCGTCTTCGGCTCCCATAGGTCTGGCATTAGCCCCATTGTATCTGACGTTCTTTCCGTTAAGGTACAACAAAATATCATTGTAGGATTTTAATATGGCGCCTTGATTACGAGAACCACTATTGGTATTCATTGCGAGATTTCGAATTATGCGTGGAAAACAAACTACCAAAAATATTAGAAACCCAACAACCAATAACGCAACTAACATAATTTGCAGGCAATAATTTTTGATCCAAATTAGCAAACTTGGGTCAAAAATGTATGCAATTTTTATTTTAAAACAATCTTGATCAGCGATTCCATGTCAATTACAACGTCTGCAGATCCAAATGTAAAACTTTCACATAATTTGTTGATAATGTTCTTGCCATCGTGTTCAATTTGACCTTTCATATTAAATATGTTATCAGGCCAGCTATCATTGAGTTCTTTGAGATTGGATGGTAGAACAAGCCTTATTGTTGATAACAGTCCTCGTAAGATTGTCATTTCACTTTCAGAAAAAGGCATTTGGTCAACATCAAAATCGAATGTCAAACCATTGGTTGGATAAATAATTTCACCAGACTGAATCTGGACTTGCTCTTTTATAAGCAAACACAACCATTGAATTTTGGACAAAGTTTTATCGCAAACACTAATACTCGACATGCAGAATAATTTTACTTATCATAAGAAACTTAATGATAAATAAAATCGCAATTTTTTAAGATCCGTGGTCAAATGTCAGTGTTAAAAATGCAACTTCGTCGTCAAATTCATATTTTAGACTGCAATACAGTTCGTACCAATTTTGATTATGTTTTGATACAAAACATAATCAAAATTGCTAGGGCAGACGCCGTACCAGCCACTTGAATTTATCTTTGGTATTGATATCCAAGTCAATAATATTGGTTTCTGCCATTTTAAACCTAATAATTATTTGATAACATTACTGTTAAAAATAACATTTATTGTGCAATTTTTATTTAATTTGCAATCAAACAAAAATTTAATCTATTCCAAAGGAACAATGAAGCTGGAATTCTCAATAATGTATTCGTCACCATTAGAAGCAACAACCTTACCATAGGACACATGGTAAAGGTTTTCGACATTGGAATCACGATAGTAGTTGGCGAGCAAAGTACCATCAAAGTTAAGAGTGAGTCCATCATTAGGAGTAACGAGATGGACATTAGCAGTCAAAATGTGTTCATTTGACAAATCAACATTGCTCAGAGATCCTGTCACGTCATAAGGGGCGACAGGAGTAGGAGCCAAAGGTGTAGCAGCATAAGGGCTGACAGCTCTGTGAGGAATAGTCATAGTGGATCCCAAAGATGTGATGGGGAACATGGGAACACCAACAGTCTGGTAAGGAGTAGTACGTCCAACGCCAGCAACAAAGATGTAAGCAGTAGCTCTGGTATAAGCAAAACCATCAAACACATTGTGTTTCTTGTTGTAAGTTCCAACATAGTTCATCTTGATACCAACACTGGCATAATTGGTAGCAGGACCCTTGTTGTAAGCAGACAAGATATAGCCGAGCAGAGCATTGACCAAGCCATCTTTAGCCCAGTATCCAGACACAGTAAGATCCTCCATGATACCTGTGTTCTGGGGATTGATGTGATCAACATGAGAAATCAAGTACAAATTTCCATGATCACTACCAATAACGATTGTCGCATCAAAAGCGCGATTACCGCAAATATTAGTGTTATTCCAAATTGTGCATGTAGTATTGGGATCATTCATATGAATAGTGATCGTACCATCCTTCCAATTTCCATCAAATGTAATTTCAACATTCGAAGGATCAACAGGAGAAGGGTGCAATCTATACAATGTTTGTTCCTGGCGGAAAACACCAGAAATGGGACGATTGTTGTGAGCGTTGACAGAAACAGCCAACGCCGCAACCGCAAGGGCAACAAACAAAGTAAAACTCTTCATGTTTGGTAATAATTTTACAAAGAATTTAATCTTTCTTATATTGGGAAATTTGCCACCCTGCGATGTATTTATAAAAAAATTGCGCAATAAAACATTCTAGGTTGTTATTAAGTGAGACCCTGTAGGAAGCTCGTCGTTTTGGCGAAATTCTATCAATGATGTCTCGTGGTAACTCGATCCCTTCAGAACAAACAGTTCTTTCGGGGTCTCGTGGTAGTTCGATCCCTTCGGAACAGGTTGCCGCAAAAGCTGCTAAAAAATATATTCCCAAATTTTTCAATCAAAATGTTGTTATCAAAGGATCCGATCCTGTCTATTATCCATGGAGACCAACAGCAAATCCTGCGAGCCTAACACAATCTGTTACAATTACATGCGGTCTTTTAATTGATATTCGTGATCGATTATTTATTTTATCAGCAAGGAGGGACCTTGCCGCTTGCACAAAATTCCAAGTCTTTTACACAATGGCGAACTGTCCACTTACACCAACACTTGTACCACAAGATAAATCAGCTGTAGTTTTTTCTCAAGATTTGCACATAGTATTTTCAAGCGCAGATTTTGATATTGTATTGTTTGCATCAAGCGGTTTGGATCACTTTAACCCAAAACTTGATAAAGCATTTAATCCAGTTGAACACACACTCAGCACCTTTGATTTAGGCAAAATTAAAGATCACTTTGTCTTACCAAAAGTTGTTGATCAAACTGATCAAACAGACCAAATTAAAGGTTTTAGTACCATAGTTGTTTTTGATAATGTTTTGACTTTAGAACCAGGTGGTTCAATGTCAAAAGCAACACTTAAATTATTTTATCTTGGATCAGCTGTGACAAAAATAATGGACAGTCAACCTATGATATTTTTAACTTTCGATATTGAGAAATCAACAAAACCAACACCAGATATATTGGAAGGTTCTCCTGTTTATGGCACAAATGGTAAATTTCATGGAATTATTATCAAAGTCCACATGCAATCAAATCGAGTTTTTGTATTGCCGACAAAGGTTTTGTCAAAGATTTTGTATGATTTTGCTGATTACAGAATTGGTCCGGATAGTTACAAAGGCATAGTTGATTTGCCGATTTGTTACGATATCTACGAAGGTAAAATTATTGTTTCGCAAAAGTTCAAACAAACTGCTGAACCAACGACTCATAATCCAAATCCTATGCCATTTGTTGTTGGGCTCTACGATGAAATTACCAAAATTAATGGTTTTGCACTAAGCACTGCGAATGGTACTGTTTATGTTGAAGATCAACTTGATTACAAAGTTAGTTTGCCATTAGATTTATATGTGGCACTTTATTTTGGTTTAGGTGATTCTGTTGATCTAACATTTGATAGAAATGGCATAGTTTACACTTTAAAAGTGGGCTGTGTTCCAGCGCGCCAAATGGCAGAAACATTAAAACGAATACAACTGACATGCCAACCATATTTCCACCCAACGAACTACATTCCATATGAAATAGATGACGAAAAAATTGTTTATGTTCGCCTTTCTTATGAACTTATTAGAGCATTACAAGCGACCTCACATGATGGTATTTTCATCAAACCTATCAATTTCAAGCAAGTTGATAAAAATATTCGCACAATTGTTCAAATTGATTGTTTGAACACTGCTTTAGCCAAAAGCAGAAATTTGCACCGGTTAACAAAGAAGTAGCAATTTACATCATTTAAATATCTGATTTACAATCAAATATCTAAACGGTTTGGACACATCAAATCACTTAGATATTTAATTGATATACAATCAATCAAATATCTAAGCGGATCATATAATAAATAACTTGATTAACCAATGCCAGAAAGTAATTTCAGCTACGGACAAGATAAAGATATACAACGAATTATTGCTGGAGCAATTTCACCTGATGCATGGGGGTCACATGGATGGAAATTTCTGCATAGCGTTACTTTAGGATATCCTGATCATCCTACACCTATTGACAAGAATCATTACAGGACATTTTTTGATTCGCTACAATATATATTACCCTGTTTGAAATGTTCGAGAAATTTATCTGAACATTACCAAAAATTGCCATTAACAGATCAAGTGTTATCATCAAAAGCTTCACTTGTTAAATGGGGAATTGATTTACACAATATTGTTAATTATTATACAAATAAACCACTGCTTTCATATGCACAAGCAATTGAAGCCATGATGCAAAATCAACCTCACACTGAAACATTTCAAACTACCAAATCATTTAATTGGTTATCATACTTTATCATATTCGTTGTGGCTCTAATTTTGATCGTAATGATATGGCTTGCTATGAAGAAAAATAAGTAAACTAAGTCTTCGGTTAGGTTGCAAAACTTATCAAATCCTAAAAAATTGCACACCGCAAATAGCTATTTATAAATATATTTCTTTACTAATATCTGTTTTCACATAATGGCCACGACATCCGAACAGTCTGCGTCTCGTGGTGACACGAACACGCTTCCAGGGTCTCGTGGCGACTCGATCCCTTCAGAAGGCAAGCTTCTTCCGGGGTCCCTATCTCAAATTCTGTCCAGATACCATCGCGCAGTTAAGCTTAATGTTTTCGATAAGATTGGTGAAATCTCATCTAAAGTATGTATCCAGAGCTTAAACCCATTGATAGTTTCTGCTGATAATGCAAATATCGATTGCAAGTATGATTTTTCAACAGATAACTTCGAAATTGGAATGACCGTTGACGTTGTTGGTACCTTGATTATGGTATCAAATAACTTAGTGCTTCATATTAAAACAATGACCGCAGAAAATCAGCTCATTGTTGATGCAACTCAAGACGAAATGTGGCACAAACTGAGATATCATGTTGCAACAAAGCCCGAGAGAGAATTTATTGCAAAATTGACAAAAATGGAATCCCCATTGTTTATTAAGAATATTGGATTGATTGTGCCTCCATCTAACAAAAGAAATCTTAAAGCGTTTAATGAGCGAATGCATGCTGCTGGAGTCAAAGCAAATGTTTTCGTCTATAACATGGCACCAAATGCTAAAATTGAAACTACCTTAAGAAACGGTTTGCTTTATTTCCAAAAGTATCATAATATTGATGTCATATGTTTGCTTCTTGATAATGTGGATCCGCAAACTTCAATTGAACTGTCAACTGTCGAGGTTTATAATATTTTCAGACAACGAAAACAATCACAACAATATATTGTTTCGATCACAAATCCTGTAGCTGAATACAAACCTATTGTGGCAAAATTGGTTAACTTTGCATGTGATTCCCAAGATAAATTTGCGGAATTTATTTTAAATGCACGTGCCAAATTGGAAGCTGCGATTAAAACATCAATTGCTAAGGTTCATGCATCTCTAAACAATTCAATGTCTGAAGTTGACATGGAAATCGATACCTACAAACAAAACATTGATGTAAATTCAAAATTGCTTGGAATTAAAATTCTGGATGAAAAGCAACTTTTCGAAGATGTTCGTTTTAAAATTTTGTCCAAGATGACAGAATTTGATATGATCTTTGCCAGAACTACTTATAGAATTTGCAAAGAGTTTGCAACAGAATCTAAAAAAAATGAACAAGCAAAATTAGAACAAGCCATGAATCGTGTGGATGCGAAACCCATCGAACCTGAAATTGTTGCGAGTCCAGTTGTTGATGTTGCGCCAACAGAATCAGCTGATCTTATGAAAACAGTTTATTCATCACCACCATCGTCAAAATCTCCCGATGTCGATTTTCTCTCCGATAGTCTTCGACCATCATCCTCCTCACAAGAAGAACAAGATTTTCCTTTGGATGAAATTGTTGCCAAACTTAACAATGACGATATCTAAATAATAATTTTTTTACAAATAACAATTTATAAAAAAATTGCACAGCCAACATGCGTTTTTAACATATGCTTTGACCAAAATCAGTCAACCAGTTGAAAATGTCCTCTACACAGATTGCTGATATTTGTATTGCTAGGGATAGATCTATGGATCAAGCCAAAAGCCACTTCTTGGATTCACAAAAGACCCAAGGCTCGAATCCAGAGGCTAAACAGCGCCATCTAATTATGGCAACAGCTTGTCTGGGAGATGTCGGAGTTCAACAAAATAAATTGCGTCAATTAATTAATTCGATTGAAAATGTTGCAGACGAAACTGATTTTCAACAATCCAAAGTAAACAGACTTTTGCATTTGGCTGAAGTTTTGTCTGAAGCAAATCCAACGGAAGATCTTGTTAAAACTATGACAGAATTTTATTGTTTGAGCAAAAATTTGCCATCAGCTTATGTTGTCGCTGATAATTTCGAAACTGATGTGTACGTTGATACGTTGACTGAAGTTGTTGTCAAAGACGATTAAATCGCAAACAAATTAATAAATTAATTGCATTCATTTATTAATTTCAGGAAATAAAAATTGCCTAAATATTTTTACTTGGAAGTTTACTTACACTAAAGATCATAATGAGCTTCAGAATAATGGCGTCTACACAACATATATATGGAAAATCTCGAAGTTTATTTGGGATCTACCAAAACATTCATTTTAGTGAGTATTTTCAATCAGCAAATAAATCTATTGAAACGATGCACGATATGATAGCATTTATTGCAAGCCAAATTTCTTATGATATATCTTCGGATGATAATGTTCTAGATTTAATTGGAGACCAGTTTTTAACAGGCGCACAGTTAGATGCAATCTTTATTTTAATCCATTTGATCAAGAAATTTGAACAAAAGCTTGTTGAAGTTATGACTGAAGCTTGTGATACAGACCAAGATTTTTATCGTGAGGTAAATGTGTTAGTTGTGAAAAAATTAAAACTCGATACAACATTTGAAGCCTATACACAAATTTTCATTGAAGCGTGTGTACAAATTCTTAATATGCATTCCAAAAATAAAACGACGATCGTGGAAATAATTCAATACAATTCTGAAAGCTTGAGTCAAACAATCAATGCAACATTTTCTGAATGGGATTCTTTAGCACAAAGTTTTTATCCCGAACTATCACAAACTATTGGACGTATTAGTTCTGATCCAGAGTACGTTGATATTTATTTGGACGAAAATCGTCTCGTAAATTTTGATTATGATGCAGAATTAGCTTCTTATCATGAATCGACCAACATGAGTTCTGCTGATTTGGATGTGGAAAATCTATTTAATGATTTTGGTACGATGCAAATCCAAACAATTCTATCTGATATTTTGCATACAGCAAGAGCAAATAATTTAGAATTTCATCTAGGTCAAAAGTCACACACAATGCGCGGCCTAATAGATGCTCTGGACACGCAATACGGATATGATTTTTGGAAAGAATTTATTATGAGATTCGAACACATTAGCAAATTAGCCGATCCAAATACTGATCAATGTGTTGAAGCAATGTTCGCGGAATCAGAGCCTTCCAGACTAGATTGGGATGATCTATTATCAAAATTGAAGCTTAAAGATGTGCAAATAACAGAATTTCCCGTTGAAATGTTGTTTAGAATTCTAAGCGAAATTACTGGTTTATCAACATATGTTTTGGATGCAAATATGGACGTAATTTTAGAAATTTTCACTTTGCAACCAGGTGCATTAATTGTATGTTATGTACATGAAAATACATATGTTTTATTACAAGGTATGCAGAACGAAAGAATTATTAACGTTTAGCTTAATGAAATCAATTTTATTAATCTAAATCTATCTGTCAGTCAAAATAATATGTCTAAGTTGTTTTAATTGCCGCTGGGACATTTTGTTATTCAAATAATCATTAACATTGAGATCCATTTTTTTGAGATAGGAATCTCTGAGATTAGTAACATGCCCAGAATAATCTCTGATCAAATTTCTGAATCCTTCATTGTTTATTTTAATATTTCGAATCAGTTGTTTAACCAACACCCTTGGTTCATATGTTGAATAAGCTAATCTGTAGTCCAAATACCAACTCGACCACAAAGTGCAAAAACCGTTCGGATCGCCAATATTTTTACTGTAATGGACTTCACTGTTGTCCAAAATCTGGAATCCAATTCTGGGCAAATAATCTTTTGGTCTTAAATACGTGAATTCAACATCTGGACCGTAAATTTTTTCCAAGATATTGCGGAACCGATCTTTGAGAATTTTATCTAAAAGTTCCGGATTGTAATTAAATTGTGTTGGATAATCAGATCCATGTGGCTCAAATCTTTCCAAAATTTTGCGCTCAATATCATAAATTAAACTATTTGAATGATTAGCTATTGCTAAAGTTATTCCTATTGGCATGACAATATATTTAACTTTACCTGATTTAATGTGCGAAATAATAAGATTTTCGAATAAATCTGGGAAAAATATATTTTGGTAAGTCCATCTGATTTCAAATTGCATAACATTTTGATGTTCTTCTTCTTGAGCACCAATCGATCTATGATAATTTGTTAATTCTGTAGTATCGTTGTCATCATTAAATAAACTTGCTGCATCTTTGTGTTTTAGGATTAAATATTTGAAACCGCAAATAACATCCAATTGTGAACCAACAAATGTGCTAAATTCAACTTTTGTTGATTTTTCGATAACAATGGGTTTTTTGTTAATGCTTATTGGGAAACTTGACTTCTCTTTGAGAATTGTTTTCCTGATTATGTTTAAACATTCTGCTTCAGTTTTTTGTGCCAATTTACATGAATTTTGCCAAGCATCCGCCCAAATTTTGTTATCACGTCTTAAATTAAAATAATAACTATCAATTACCATGTTCAAAAATTGTGTTCGATCTGATACATAAACCAAATCATAAACACTTACGCCGACTGCATTTTTTATGAAAATAGATAATTTTTTCTTTGACAAAATACTTTTGAAATCCTGCCACGTATTAAATTCAACCATCAGATGCAAAATAGTTCTGCCCGCATTATCTTGATAATTGACATTAGTTTCTGGTAAAATCATTTCGATATACCTTTTGTAAAAATTTCTGTATGCATATAACATTTCATGACATAATGTTACTCCATCAATATCAACAGCATTAACATCAAGTCTATTAATCAATCTTGATTCATTTGTGTTCTCGGTGTAAACATCGAAATTTTGTTGAAGAATCACTGCATACTTTGTGAAAATGTAATCCAAAATTTGGTCAAAAGATTGTTCAATTGCGTAATGCGCGACTGTTCTGCAATTCCAATCTTGATGATTAATATCTGTACCTGCATCAATTAATAATTTGCTAATCTCGAACTTGTTTTCAATAACAGCCATAAATAATGGATTAAATTTGTTGTCGTATTCTGTAAGGTTTGGATCAGCTCCTCTAGCTAATAAAATTTTTACAATTTCGATGAGATCATGCCTAACAGCGAAATGCAATGATGTCAAACCAGCAGTTGTTCTTGAATTAATATTTTTTGTGTAAGCTAAAATCATTTTAATCATTTCAATGTTCCTTTTGTAAATAGATAAATGCAATGCATTGGATCCGTTTTTGTTGGCATATTCGACATCCCCACCATTTTCCAAAAGTACTTTCAAAGCATAAATATTATTGTAAAAGATTGCATAGTGTAACGGAATTGCTCCTTGTGAATCTCTTATGTTTATCAAATCTATGCCAATAGTTTTTTTATTGAGCTCTATCATCAAATCTAACATCTTTGAATAAGAAAATCTGATCGGATGACGTAAAATATTAGAACCATCTTGATCCAGAATATCCATACGAGCTTTGTATTTGGTTACAAGTGTATTTACGACATCAATATAATTTTTAATGACGGCTATTGTAATCAAACGATTGCCGCTTTGATCTGTAATATTAACTAAAATATCTTTGGGTTCGTACTTTAACAAATTTTCTAAAAATATATCTTGGGGATCATATTTTATTGAATCAAGTAAACTTTTTGTATTTGCTGTTTTAATATGCAATTCATCTTTGCTCTGAATTACAGATCGCGTGACTTGTGAATTTTGCATTTATACAAAGAATTAATTTAAGCTCCTATAATACTAAAAATCCCACCAACTAATAGACGTAAATAAACGAAGTGATCCAATAAATTTTCATAATGGCAGTAAATAAAACACCAGATAAGTTTAACGGGTACACAATTCCTCCTGAAGATTACACTCGAGAATCAAAATTAACTTATCAAGATATCAAACCTTATTTGAAAACTGGCGACATTATAATGTTTTATTGTGACAAACATGAGAATATGATAGCTGATATTGTTTACAAAATGCGAACTAAATTGATTAACGCTGAATTTGGCCATGCTGGATTGGTTGTCAAATCGGCTGATAATCTCTATTTGATAGAAGTCACAACAAGTACCCATCCTGGTAATAGTCAAGCGTATTTTCTCAATCACAAAGGTGATGGTGTTAGAATTATTCCGCTGGACATCGCATTGAAAACATACAATGATGAATGTCAGGGAGCATATGCTGTTAAATTTGCAGAAACAGAATTATCTTCACAATGTTTGGCTAAAAATCTTCCAAAATATTCAACGCAAACATTTGAATCTTTTACATCGCTTTTTATGTTGGGCTTTGTTGATATTGTAATTAACCACGGTACCGCTGAAGGTTTGGCTGACAAAATTACATCTATGGATAAGTTGATGTGTACCGAATTTCTTTACAGTATTCTTAAAGATTGTGGTATTGTAAAAGATTTTCCTGCAAAATTGTTTTGGCCTTATTATTTGCGGGGGTCAAGTTTCGATGAATTTTCAAATGTCAAATACACAAAACCAGTAGTATTTTACTACAGAGATGTTTTGCCTAAACAACAAGGTGGTTTTCAACCATATGCTGGATATTGAATTTAAATATCAAATACATAATTTGTTCAAATGTAATTCTTAATAGCGATAATATCGCTATTAAGAATGTCCGTAAAAAAAATAATCTTGAAAATGCTTAACCATAAATGTGTAAACATTAATTATGATGTTCTTCTTAGATTCATGATAAGGTCTAATTTTGCTAATGGCCTCGTCGAAAGTAAACCAACTGACTTCTCCAATTTCGTGATCGTCAAATTTCCTGTGGTCATAAATTATTTCGGATCTAGTTGTCGAAACATAATAGATGTGTTTGTAACATTGATTATTCGTTCCAGTTAAACTTTCTTCGATGGGATCAATTCTGTTTAGAATCGCATAATCATTTGTCTTCAAACCAGTTTCCTCTTCAAATTCTCTGCATGCACAGGAAATATTTTCTTCAGTTTTATTGTCACGACGCCCTTTTGGAAAGCCCCATTCAGGTGTTGATCCCCAAAGTGGTTTAACATGGTCAATGTAGAAATCTAGATTTTGTGGAATTTTTTCAGAACCACAATTTTTACCCTTCAGAATATCAAACTTAATTCTTGCAGCAGAGTATTCTGCTGCATAACGTCCTTCCCGCATTCTGTTTAAAATTTCTTCCCTGGGTTCGTTGTGTTTGTTTACAAACATTACTAACAAATCATCGTAATCATTATTTTTAATGAGTTCAATTTCCTTTGTATACATCTGGACAAAAAGTCTGCAAATGGATTCAACTTTGTTAAATTCATATTTTCCTCTGATAAAATCAACAAATCCCAAAGAAAAACGCCTACTGACCATCATAAATCTAATATTCGATCTGTAATAATCAGATATTCTGCATGCTAATGTATCTTTTACATCGACGCTATTTGTATCTGCTTTGTAAGAGGCATTTTTAATTACTGGATTTAGATCATTTGGCAAGAAACTGCAAATGTCTGGATACTTAGTGGAAATTATTTTGCAAGAAGTATCACGTTCAGTGCAAAAATGTTTTTTTAACAGTTGAATTTCGCCGTAATCCGCCATCAAACTAACATTGATCATGCCATATGATGTTGTTGGTTCACTACAACTATTTGTATTGTGATCAGCGCGTCCACAATTTTTGCAAACTATTTTTTGTTTTGTTATATATGCGTCATCGTCCATCATTTTTTGCAAATATGGTTTTACTTTAGTGCAACCAGATTATATTTTGATTGGATTTATTTTTTTAAGCGCTCAGCATGATTGTGTGGTTGTTAAATGAACTCCAATTCTTCTTGTGAATCTAACCCCATGATCATGGCACGTTCCTCATCATAAGATTTAATTTCTGCATCAGTTGCAACATCTAGCAATTTACCATCTGCTGTAATGGTACTCGCATTTAGATTTTTCTTAATGTTGAGTAGTGATACTTTTACATGCATATCATTTTTGAGTTCGATTTGGGAATCGCTACCATTTTTCTTGTACAAAATTTTAATAGATCTATCAGTGTCATCATAGTCAAACTTCTTGGCATCCATTTGGGTGTATCTAATGGCAACAAGAAGAGAACCATTTCTAACCAAAATGTATCCCTTAATAGCCACATTAACAATTTGACAAATGATTTCTTGATCTCTTTGCGGCGAACAAATCAAAGCCTGACATTTAACAACCATTGTTGTAGTACCCATAAAATTTGTTTTATCAATCAAACCATAATTGTAATCTAAAATGCGGTTTACTCTGATAACCAAACCTGAATCAATAGTCTTATCTTCAAGTTTATTTTTAGTATTGTGCAACAAATGCTCGTCTAACCTACCATCCAATTGGTAAGGGAGGAGACTTACCTTGGCAGTCAATTCAGTATAATAACATAGTTTCGCCTGAGCCATGTCCGAATTTTGGTCTAGTAATTAGTATTGAGATTCTCTTATATTTGCCAAATTTGCCTGCAATGTTTTCGCACGAAATGACTTTGATATTATAGGTGACTAATTATCATTTATTTAACGTAAAATGTCTACCGCTAAATGCAACGTTGAACTTAAATTCTTTTCCCACGGCCAACCATCTTTCCCCATTGGACCACACAATTGGATCAGCAAATCTGATCACAGAACTTATTCATCATTTATCCCAAATGTAAAGAAAACATTTGGTGCCGATGCGATTATTCAGCCTTATGGTAATGGTGCTTTTGCATTGAAACCGTTGCCACATGGCGAAATTCCTCGAGGAATTGGTTCAGTTGATTTACAAACAGTTGATTTTGGTGCAACTTTCGGAGCCCATTCCGTAGCAGCAGGACGGGGTAATGCAACTTATGGAGATGCATCTGCTGGATTAGGAACAGGCAATATGACAGTTTCGTCAAACACAGTGGCTGCCGGTTTTCAAAGTCTTAGTATTGGACCTGGATCTGCTGCATTTTCCCATAGTGCAGTGTTGGGAACAACATTTTCTGTCGGTGAAGGATCTTTTGTTAATGGTCAAAATCAAAAAGGATTTATCTTTTCTGGTGGACCTGGATCCCAAGCTGGTGGATCTGTTGGTGATGGATTAAGTGGCGATGGTGCAACTTCTGGTATGATTTACACAATGGGTAACGGAGCAGATGCTTTTGGTATGGCTGACAATAATGGTGCAGTTGCTGCTGGCGGTATTGGATCTATTGCCAGGGGATATGCAGTGGGTGGCGATATTGTAACTGGTGAAGCAGCTGCAGCATTTGGTTACTCTGACTACAAAGAATTGTTAGTCGCAGCCGATAGGAATGCTGTTGTTGGTCGTGACATTCTTAATAATGCATCTTATTCTCTGACAGCAGGTCAACATGGTAAAACTCAAACTAATGTTTACGAATTATCAACAACACCCGTAAACCAAATTCAAACTGATGCATCGGTCCAACTTGCGAATGGAGCTGATTCAGGTGATAACGCAAACGGTATTGGTTTCCTAGCTGGAGCGATGGGTTACGGTTTGACTCCAGTTTCAGGAACAACGGCTGCATTTGCTAATACTGCAGGTTATGGTTATTCTGAATATTTTGAATGGGTTAACGCGACATTTGAAAACACAGGCGTTGGCAAATTTGTCCAAGTTGTGAATGGTAAGATTTTGCCTGCGATCGCAACTGCTAATGTTATCGGAGTTGCTGTTCCTAAAAATGGTGACAATGGTTTTGTTTCAAATGCAAAAGATTTGTACTGGCAAGGTGCATTGGAATTGGACCCCATTGGTAGAATTAACACACAAATCTCAACTTCCCAGGCTGCTCAGCAAACACTACGCCGTTACAATGTTGTCATAACAGATGATATTATTACTCTTCTTCACACACTAACACCAATGTTGTTCATCGAAGCAATGTTGATCTACCCACTGACCGTACAAGTTTTTGAACTTTATGGTGTGGTTAAGCTAGCACCAATTACTGATTTAGACCGTAATAACTTAATTGATGATTTGGAAGAATTGCTTCCAGTGCGCAAAGCCACAACAAATCCAGCTTATGATCCAACCGTACCATACGTTTCCAGATGGTCCAGACCTGAATGGGCTATTGTGCGCTTGGTTGGCCAAGTTAGAGTCTACCAAGACGGCACCGTTCAACTCGGCGACAAAGTTGATTGTAACGCTCAAGGCTTAGCTACTAAAGGTTCGACTTGGTTCGTTACAGCCGTTACACCGGATGTTGTTACGATTATCTTTAGATAAGAATAACTACAGCAGCGACGCCTGATGTTGTTACAATCATTTTCAAATGAAAATCAAAACATAAAAATTGCGTTGAACTAATCTTATGAAAAACAAAGTAAATATTAATCTAATATTCACTTTACCAGAATGGCAGATTTCATAGTATATGAAATTGTTTTTGAATACATTTCTAAAACAGATTTCAGTACAAAATCCATACTACAATTCTATAAAACATTTATGAGTGTATGTAGTTCATGGCGTAATCTTTGCATTAAATACAAACTAAATTATTACCTGATGCAAAAATTCGCCAATTGCGCGCAACCACAATATCCTTTATGGCTAAATTGTTTGAGTATTAGGACTGATATCGATAATTATAATTTTGAACTCCTTCAAAATGTGAAGTACCTTCGTTTGGATTCACATAAGATATGTGATGACATGTCGCACATTAAACTTCCAGCAAAATTGATACAGTTAGATTTTACGCGCAACATTGTAGCTCTTAATATTAACAAGAATACGTTCCTGAAAAGATTATCAGTATTGACTTATTCAAATTTCTCAATTCCACCGTCATTAGAATGGTTATCAATTGGGACATATTGCAATAAAATCGCAGAAATCGTACCACCCACATTGAGATCGTTATCTATTAGAACCACATGTAATTCGTGTAACATATGCAGAGAAAAAACAATTTTCCCTAGCCGGATTAAAAAATTATGTTTGCTTGGCGTAAAGATTAATACTAATGTTATCGAAGCTGCTAAAAATTTAAACCTGGATATATTGATAATAAATTCTCTTAACATGGATTTAGTTGATGTTAAATGTCATCATGTGCATTTAGGAGAAAGTGTTATCATACCACCACACCTTAAGCTACCAAGAAATATGCACACTTTAACGGCCAAATGTAAAATACAAGCATTATCATATCGTGAAAATGAACTTGCCTACAAAATCAATGGAACAGATGCTATTATACGCAGCCTTAAAGTTCTGAAATTAGATACTGGATGTGAAAGTTCTTACATGGACTTATCTGCAACCAAAATAGAAACGTTAGTTGTAATGTTTGAATGTCGAATTATTTATCCATCCACTCTCAAAAAACTTTTTTTGAAAATTTTGCCTAAAAATCTAAAAATGAATTCACTATTTCCTATTACATATGGTTCAATATTAGAAATACTTGGCGTCGGTCAATGTTTCAACTCAATGATAAAACTTAGGCAACGTTTTACAAAGTTTCTTGTCAAAGGCAAACACAAAATCAAACGCTTTGATGTGGAAAATTTAGCAGCTGATTTTGAACCTATTGATAGAGTTGTAGTTGGGATTGTAACTAATGTGAATTATTATACGAGCAAATTCTAATTTCTCCAAAGAAATTAGAAGTTGCACTTTAAAATACGTACGTTGGTGCGCATTTTAACGAGTAAATTCTAATTACTTTAGAATAATTAGAAGTTGCGCCTATGAAAATTAAAAAAATTGCACATATCAAATCAAATAATCATTTGCAACAATCAATTAATATTAGTTGCTTCAAATGGATCTCTTACCATCAGAGTGCCGTAATTGTATACCCATAACATCAGCTAGCAAAAATATTATAATAAAAATGCTGATCGATGGCTATGATATTAATATGTTCAAGATTACGCATTATTTTTGGTCAGATTTGGAATTGGTTACAATGTTTTTGGATCTAAAATATGAATTTAATAATTCGCATATTAAAATACTAATTGAAGCCTACAAAGAGATAAACATGCACGGTGTGCTTTATTTTCAAAGTATTACAGAAAAAGATTTTATAAATGTGGTGTACGAATTCACCAAATATGATATTTCCAAAATCATACCCAACAAAAAAAAATTTTTAAAGCAATGTATATGTAAAAACGATAACACTCATGTTATAGAAATGTTGGCTGACATATTACAGATAGAAATTACTGACAACATTATTGCCGTTATTTTTCTTGGAAATGTGACGGCTAATTTTTTGATTAAACATGGTTGGGATAAAATTAGTATGTCAAAACTTTTATTAGTCGATCGCAAAATGTGGAGCCGTTATATCAAAAATGGTAGATCGTATTCATCCAATATTTTAATTGAAAAAATAGCTGAACTAAATTTGGAACTAGATGATGTCAATGAATTTGTCGACTTTTTTTCAATCAAACCATCGCTTTCAATGCAACGTGAAACCTTAACACGTCTTTTTAACATCGAGTTTCCAGCTAAACAACAGTAATAAATTTGTACAAAAAATTGCGCCAATTTATTTGTTGTAAGTAACATCATTTACAATGATTATTCAATCTTAACTAGATATCCAAATGTCATTCTTCGGTAAAAATGTTGTCAAAAAGGCGATGCTTGAGTCGTTTGCGTTAGCATATTTAATGTTTATCATGTCTAAAACATTTGATTTTAATCTGCTATATGTTTACACTTTACCCACTAGTTGGATGTTTTTATCAATTTGGATCAGGGTAACTATTGACGAATTTAAAACTCACAAAAATTTCGCATGGACTTTTACAATGTTTAGCGTCATTTCGCTTACGTTATCAACAGTTATATCTTGGGAAGCTGCATTTACTGCAATGTTCCCTTTAATGATTGTTTGCAATGGTTGTTTGTTTACATACTCATCAATGAATATTATGTTACTTTACGATAGAGAACACACGATTGAAGACTGGTTTGAAAAACAATCCTTCTTTGGGGACGCCTGAAGAAGTTTATCTTCAGAAGGCATCGAGTCATCACGAGACGCCTGAAGAAGGCATCGAGTCACTACGAGACGCCTGAAGAAGTTTATAGTTTAGAGATCGAGTCCAAAAAATTGCATAAATGAATAATATATTGATAATGCCTATTATCAACATATTCCTACGCTGCAAATGGATATCTCAAATTTACCTGAAGAATATATCAGAAAACTTCCTGCAAAAGATATCGACTTTGTTACGGCAATATTGATATCGGGCTTTGATATTAATATTTTCTATCTATGTAGTGAAACATTTGATAATTTGGATATATTTAGGACGTTGTTGAGACATAACTATAAATTCGACATTTCGTCTTTGTTGGCGTGGCTTGAATATTTTTGCAAAATTAGACCTGCGATTGCGTTTATTGATATTTTATCTGAAATATTGGTGGCCAGAATTATCAGCCCTGTCGATCATAACAAACTTTTATTGAATGTAGTCAAAGCTGATCCCGAGGTAATGAATTTTGTTTTGGATAATTTTGATGTCAAAATTAACTTTGATATTATTAAAGAATGTATGCTTAAAAATGTTCACATTGATATATTTAATAAATTGTATGATTTATCTGGATTAGAATTTTCAAGCATAATTTTCGAATTAGCTGGTTATATTACCGGTCCTCAAATGGCCGCCGAATATAAAATAAATTTGAATTCGATTGCTGACATTGAAAAATTAATAGAAATAGGAGATAAAAGATTAAGACTCGCATCGTGGATCACAGAATATCTTCGCGACTACCTGAAATTTGATTTTGCCACATTGCCAAACGCAAGCATCCAAATAATTAAGGATTATTGTGGCCATGGGTTGAATGGTGGTCCAAAAATTTTGGAATCAATTGGTTTAGCTGATTCAGAATTTAATCAAGCTTAGACTTGATTAAATAATGTATTTCGACGAAGGCGGAGCTTTCTCTGAAATTCAGAAAAATTGCAAGAAGATTAACTGGATAGACATATTTGGTTAATCTTACATTCGGCTACAAAACAATATGTCTCTCAGACCATTTGTGACTGCTCATCAAAGATTAATCAAATTTCAATCTGATGCAGATTATGAGTTGGCGTTAGAGCTTGTAGCCGCTGGTTTTGGTTTGCAAATATTTTCCATATGTGCATCTAGTTTTTGTTTTGCTCAAGAAAAATTAGAATTTATGATTACAAATGGTTGTGTATTCGATTTTGAACATATTAAGAATGCATTCGACAGCAACACTATTACAATTTTAGAAACCCATCAATATGTTGATTTGTGGATTAATACAAGCGGCAAACATCTTAACAAAGGCCAATGGAAAATATTAATAATGATGGCATTGTCAAAATGTTCAGATGTTAATTTCAAAACATTTTTCGATTTTTTATTGGATCAAAAGTCCAACTTTAAATTTACACGTCGACATCTAAGAACAGCATTTATTTGTGATTGTGACATTTATTATTTTGAAGAAATTTTAAATTCAGTTCGCACAAAGTATTCAGATAATGAAATATTTATCGATTTATTAGATCCGTGCAAAAAGATTGATTACCCGATTAAATTTCCTTATTTTGATTTATTTAACATAGATGCAGATTGCATTAAAAGCCCAATGTATATTTACCGACAGAATTCATTGGATCTAACAGAATATTTGTATCACAAAGGTTTCGACATTTACAATCCAAAAATTTTTGAGCATTTCGGTTACGAAACCCTAAGACCGACTTTTATTGCGGAACTTTATAACAAAGGTCTGATTATGCACGAATTATTACCAATGCGGGATTATATTTACCAGCAATTTGATAATTTAGCAAAATGTTGGTTTTGGGAGCGGGATAGGAAATTAAAACACATAATAGATACCGTCTCAATTATGGTTAAATATGGGTACGAAGTTAAACAAATATTCACAATCGCGCATAATAATACTGAGACACTAGGTGTAGACATAATTCAACAAGTGGATAATGCATTATGTGAAATGTTTGATCAATACAAAGATTTAATTAATGCTGAAATCAAGTCTGAGCTTTCCCCAAAAAATTGCGCCAACAGATTAACTAATTAATATTCATTTAGTTAATCCGTTAGATCTAATCACATGGCTTTAGAACCATTTGCATCCACACACAAAGGCTTAATATCATTCTTGTCAGATGATGATTATGTCTTAGCACAAAAGCTTGTTAACGCAGGTTTCAGTTTGCAAATTTTTAGGTTACGCAAAAACAGTTTTAATTTTTCGTATGATAAGATTGAATTCATGGTAACAAATGGCTGTGAATTTGATTTAGAACATTTGATAGAAAATCAAATGATAACGAGAGCCAAAGATTTGATTAATTTTGTTGATTTGTGGCTTAGTTGTAATGATAGGTTGTTGCTGTATCAATGGAGAATTTTGGTTAGTTTAGCATTGGATTATCACGCTGATCCAGATTTTGCAGAATTTTTTGAATTTGTCTTGAGTAAAAATACCAAAAATTACACCATGCAAGCATATCATGCAAATCGTGCTCTGGGTAAAGTTGATGCACATTATTTAGAATTAATTTTAAATTCTATTCGAGACGATTATTGTCAAGCATTGTTTCCGAGCTTTTATGATTGTTCATTCGAAATAATAGAATTCAAAATTTTTATGGATGTTTTTCTTAGAACTAATGTAAAAAATTTTAATTTTGAAAAAATGTTATCAGCACTCGAACTAATTGATTTTGTTAAAATCAACCCAAAAAATAACATCGAATTTTATTCAAATGTTTACGTAACAAACTCATTCGAATTTTGTGAATATTTAGCAGATAAAGGTATTGATATTTACAATATCCCTGATAAAATGACTGTAACAAATTTCAACCCGCAATTTGTGAAACAGCTTTATGATCGAGGTGTTCTCTTGCACGAAAAAATTAATTTGAATAACTACATTTTCAATGCGATTCATAAAATAATAGAAAAAGCATATTCTGAACAAGTGGTAGATGAATACGTTGAATGCATAAAAAGTTTCATCGATGGAGGTTGCGTCAAAGAAATTTATGAAACTATGATTATGGCGAAAACTACTACATGGGAAAAAATAATTGTTACAAGTTTAATGACTAAATTGTGTAACAAATCTGAAGAATACAAAACATATTACGGTTTGCATTACGTCGAAACAAAAAATTGAAATAAAATTACCCAAACAATCCACTGGTTATTGTAATTTTAGTTTAATCTTATCTGATGGCTTTAGAACATTTTGCATCTAAACATCAAGGCAAGATATTTTTCGATTGTGAAGATGATTATGTTTTAGCACAAAAGCTAGTTAGTGCTGGATTTAGTTTGGAAATTTTTACGCTAAGCTGTGATAGTTTTGACCAACCGTTCGATCAAGTTGAATTTATGATTGCAAATGGTTGTCGTTTTGATTTCAATTGTATGTCAATGGTAAAAATGGAACCAGCGCGTATTATTGATTATGTAAACTTGTATGAATCTTGTAACCCTGGCAATTTTGATGAAAGAAAATGGCGACAGTTAGTTGATCTTGCATTGGAACATTGTCACCATTCCAATTTTGCAAACTTGTTTGGGTTTGTCTTGGAAAAGAAACAATCCGATCATACTTTTGCATTACGCCAAGCGCGTAAAGCATTTGGTGAAGTCGACATTTATTATTTTGAATTGATTCTTGATTCGATTCGAACCCAATCTTCGGAAAGATCCATTTTCAAAAATGTATATTTAGGATATGTCCATACACATAATTTTTCAGATATATTACCTTTTTTTGACCTTATTCGTTTTGATAAACTCATGAAAAAAAAACTGGAATTTTATTCCGAAATTTACGAAATAAATTCGGGGGAACTATGTGATTATCTGATGACCAAAGGGATCGATATTTATAAACCACCCGAAGACATACTAAACACACTTAGATTACCAAAACCTGAATTTGCACAATTTCTTTATGATCGAGGATTAATATTGCATCAAATGCTACATCTAGAACCATTCCTATTTTCTGCGTTTGTTAACGCCAACGGTAATATTATTGATATGTGTGCCGACGTTGTTAAAATTTTAATTGATAACGGATGCAGTGTTAAAACAATTCACGAAATTTTGCACTTGCGTGAAATAACAACACGTAATAGTATGAATTATTACGATATCCACAAAAGATTATGCAACACATGCGAAGCATATCGTTCGTATCATAATGCCAATGATATAGACGACTAATAGACTAACAAATGATTTTTTATTACAGGTAAACTATTTGTTATTGTCAACAATAACATCTAATTTTTTATTACAAATAGTTGATTTGTAATAAAAAATTGTCTGTAACAAAAAACGCTTAAGCAAGTTCCATTTCTTCACATTCTGAGTCAGAATCGTGTTGTGTGACTAAAGCTCGAGGGATTTCTGGCCATTCAATATCATCAAACGGATCAAAGAATATTGATTGAGGTTGTGTAGCAATAGGAATAGGCGCAGTTTCAGTTCTAGTGACTGGTGGCCATTCAATTTCTTCAAAATCCGCTAAAGGTCGAAGTTTTTGGATATTTGGATGCGAAGTTTGTGGTGGCTCAACAGAAGGAGCAGAACTTTCTTCCAAATTCATGGATGGCAATTCAACAGAAATTGTTTCACTTGAATCATGTTTGTAGATAGTTTGAGTTTCATCAAACACCACATCAACAACCTCATCATCCAATACGATCATATCGGTAACCTCAGTTGCATCTGCAACTGAGTTTAGCCATGAGTTGGCTCTTTGGGTAACCTCAGTTGCATCAGCAACTGAGTTTAGCCACGAGTGATCTCGTTGGGTAACCTCAGTTGCTGTGGCATTTGAATTCAACCATGAATCTACTCGTTGGCCGATGTCCTTAAAATCAATCATATCCATTTCAATTGGTTCAGGCAAACCTTTGCATTTGGGAGTGAATTCTTGGAGAATTGATGCAACAAATTCTTTTGCTTCGGCATCCAATTCAATATCTGATTTTTCAAATTGCTTGACCAAGATTTGTGTTGCAGTTTTTACTGTGGAAACAGATTCATATGGAGGTGGAAGATCATTTTCTTCAAGTTCTGGATAAATTTTTGGGGCAACATGTTCTGTTGTTGAATCTGGAACTTTGACCTTATGTTTTTTAGTTTTTTGATCTGCTGGTAGCTCATGAATTTCCATGGATTCTGCTGGTGGAGCTACTTTGTGACGATCAGTATGAACTTCAAAACCTGGTTGCAGTTGTTTGATATTTGAAATGTAAACATTTTTGACATCAACATATTCGAACCATTTGAATGTCTCGCTGACATCCATGTGGAAATGAATTCCGGCGGCACATGCTAAACCAAGATTTGGATCAAAATCAGGAATTACAATTTCTTCGCCGACTTTGTAAACAAGATTCGAATCAGTGAATACACAAGGATAAGCTTCGTGAATGGTGGTATCTGTTTCATCATCGATAATTTGTGTTACACTTTTAACGGCGCTCGAACAATAAGGACATTTGGCTTGACCCTCTCTGACAATCTTCAACCAGCAATCGCCGCACAATTTGTGCAAACAAGGTGCAGCAATATGTGTGGTATTATTGACCATACAAACTGGACATTCTGTGTCAACAAGTTTTTCCACATAGTAATGTTTGCCTTTGTGAATTTTGACACGATTGATCGCCAAAACTTTGCACTTGTTCGTTCGATATTTTTCCATTTTAGCATCACACGCAACCAAACCATCCGCCGGAATCCTAATCTTGACAATACAGTAGTCACCAGTCGCTGTAATAGCGGCCTTGAAACCAAAGTATCCTTGAGGGTTGTACTTCTTTTTGGCATGTGTACTAATTGTCAAAAAGTTGTTTTTGATTCCCTTGTGTTCAAGTCTACCTTTGGAATCTGTAGAAGTAATTGTCATGGATTTGACTTTGCCATCAACTGATTCGAATTGTGTTTTAGTTGCTCGTCCAGATGAACTAGAATTTCCATTTCCGTGAAGTTTGATATATTTGGAAATATCAACGTCGTATATTGTTTTGATTTGTGAATCCGGTTCATCTGGTTCAGCTGGTTCTTCGAAAACCCAACTCAAGTTAACACTTTCTCCCACAAAAGTAAAAGTTGGAGAATCAAACAAATCCCTGGGTAAAAGATGTTTTCCATTTTCTTCAAAAATAGCATAATAATAGGCAGAGTAATCATACGCTGGGCATAAACCCGGTCTTTCGGATTTTGCGCAAATTTTTATGGTAGTTTTTTCAGTTGTTGGGTTGAATACCGAACTCAACACAACAGCAAATGTTTCATCAGTGTAAATAAAATATGTGACCGAATCTGGAGTAAACTTCGAAGCTATGATATGGCTCTCGACAAGTTTTGCTTGCCAGGGTTCTTGAAAATAAAACTTGTGCTGTGTACTGCGCGACAATTTTGGAAACCGTGTACTTTTAGGTTGATAAACTTTATAAGCAGAATCATAAGCCACCAAATTATCCATTTGATCAGTAACATAACGAATTACACTGGAACCAAGTTTGTTTGGAATAATGTGTCCAGTTAAACCTCGTGCATTAATTACAGTGTCCAATATAAAATTGGATCCATAAAAATTAAAACACCCTGCATCGATCATTCTGGAAAAAAATGGAAACAAGTTTGTCACAAACTTTTTGATAAACTTCAAACAAGGATTGTTATAATTGACGCGTTTTGAATGCAGTAATAGCTTTTGGACCGATACTTTAGATCCGAACATCCAAGTGAAACACAAAAATGGATAAAATGTTGAAAATGCCTTGATATCAGTTTGTTCAATATCGACGTTAACGCTAGATTGGGTTCCAAGGCAAGCGTTATACTTGGCTTCCAGAGTAGGATATGCTCGCAACCATGGCACATGTTCAAATATTTTACCAACAATTTCCAACTGATCGGCCGTAATATCAGTTAATGTTGGTGTGCCAAAATAGGTGCCATTTTTTTTGAAAAAATCAACAAACGACCACTTTTTCTCAACACATACTTTACCAGTTAACGGATTCACAAATTTTGCGTTAACAATTTCGGTATCGCAAATTGTTAACTCTATTACACTTTGTGCATCTTTTTTGACAGCCAATTTTCTAATTGGAAAAGTTCTTTCGGCCGCAGCATAGTAACACAAATTATCACCACACATTGACAGGTCGATAGTGTATCCTTTATACGAACCCTTTGCGACTAACATTGGGTGTTTTGTTTCGGTTACAATTACGTCTGAAGTAAAAGTTAGCGGTCCATCTGCATTTTGTGGATGAACATGTAAACAAGACTCTGTATTAGGTTCAAATCCAGGGATAAAATCTTTGAACATTCGCACAAGGGTTTGATATGGTGTTATGATTTGATATTTGCTGCCATCCTTCGCATCAATTACATATGAAAGCTTGCCATTATTAATAAATGTTGCGACCACTTTTGTTTTGATTTCTTCAAAAATTCCCTCCGTCCACCATTTTCTTTCAGCAATTTCAAGTCTGCGACGTCGAGACCCAAATAATTTATTTTTGCTATTATATTTGACTGCTGCAACACAAATACAAATATATGCACCTGATTGCACATTAGAATCACCAGTTAATTCCAACCCATACCCGATCGCGTCCAAAATATTGCTGCCGAATGTGTGGCCGTAAAATTGATGTGCTATGTCAGCTAGATAAAAATTATTGGCAATTGGAAACTTTATCAACAAATGGTCGGGATGATAAACAACTTCCATTTTGTCGGACGAGAACAACTTTTGTTTTTGATCGATTTGGTCCACAGTGTATGTTGAATAATGCCGCGACATGTATCTGTGCCAAAATTCTTCAAACAGTACTGTTGATTCTCTGAGTTTGAACATCAAGCCCCGAATTTTCGATTTGAAAACTTCATGAGAGCAGAATCTAGCAGTTTCATCGCGCTCAAAAAAATCTCTGAGTGATTGCACGTTGGGAAACAACCTACATTTTGGATCAACATCATCAGTATCAATGTTGTTGGGTGTACAATGAAGATCACCAAACGCACCAAATGTTAGCATACAATCGAGATCCATACATCCGTTCCTTAAAAAGTTAGGAAATTCTTGGTGCGCAGGTTTGGCATTTGCATCCCATCTATAAGCTTCGGTTAAAGTCCACTTATAAATGGATCCAAAATGATCAGCTGGTTCGTAATCAGATTCAACATAGATTCCATGATCTGAATCCACATCGCAACAACATTTACTATCAGGATCCCGTTTACATTCAACAGCACTTTCGGTTGAACATTGAGACATTGCATCTTGATATTCGACCGAATCAACATCAGAAACGGGTTCATCATCTGTGACATCTGTTGATTTTTCTTTTAGTGGCTTTATTGGAGCTGATTGAATCTCGTCATTTTTTGGAAGATCGCGCAAAACCACAATCGGTTCAAAACCCAGATTATGGAAAACAACTGGGTTTTTATGCGAAGCGATCATCTTAGTGAATGGAACTACATTTAGAATGCAATTTGTCCACTTAAGCGATTATTTAGTGCAATTTTTTCATAATTTTTATAAGAAAATTACATTTAGTGTTCGCGTGAATTCTTAATTCTGCGATATGTATATTTACCCAAATACAATTTCATAATTCTACGATATTCGCGCTTAGTATCGGCATCTTGTGTAAAAGTTTTGGATCTGACAACCATCCAAATATACTCATGGAAATCTTGATAGAGATGGTAATATGATCTGTCACCACTCATAATGCAGTTGAATATTTTTTGGTTCATGATGTTGTAGTAATCATCATCTTTCATTTTGTAAGCATCAATAAAATAAGATTTCATAATGCGCTTTTTCGTTTTGATATCCGCATCAGTAAACTCAACTTTAGCGTGATGTGCCATGTCGAATAACAAATAATATTCCATCGAACCAGTAGGCATGTCAAGATCGATCAACAATCTGATTCCTCGAGGAGTGTTGTAGATCTCGCTAAAAATATAATTCCCTAGTTGACAGTCGTCATAAAAATCAACCATTTGTTCATATGGCATGATTGTATTAATCTTTTCCAATATATTGCATTCTTGATCCGAAGTTAGTAATCCATCATCCGTATCTCTTTCAACGCGGCAAGCGTTAACGTACTCATAAATTTTGTCCATATGCATTTCTCCAGTTGCAACTGCATCTAAGATTGCCATAAACTTTTCATAGGAAAATTTGGAAGCAGCCATCTCTTAAGTCGAATGATAAGTATAAATATTCCATTTTTTAAGTAGTTAATTCTCGCGCAATTTTTTAGAAAAATTGCATATAATAAATCACTGTATATCAAGATATTATCCTAAAATTAGTTGATTCTGTCAAAAATGCGTGTCCCGATTCGCGATGCGATTATTGAAGATGGTGATCTAGATGAGATCTTTGATATGTTACAAGAAGAACATCCTGATGCTCCAATAGAAGCGGTTAAGAAATACTGTAAATTGGAAAAAATTCAGACCACTGATGCGGATTTTGATGACGAGAAAACTGTAAAAGCATATCGTGCTTTCATGAAAATGAGTTTTGCTGTAAATTATGGTCGCGATATCCCACACAAAGCTGCAGTCGATGAAATTGTTGATTTTATCGGCAAAGATACCTGCTTGTCTGTTGGTTGTTATAAAGGAATGCTAGAACGCATTCTTGAATTACGCGGGATCAAAATTCACGCAACTGACCCTGGTTACGAATATGCACATGCAAAAGAATTGACTTATACCAAGGTCGAAAATTTGGACCCGAGAAGTGCGATCACAAAGTATGGTCAATGTTTTCCAATTTCTGGAAGCATGGAACCAATGATTATCTGTAATGTTCTTATTGAAGGTTGGTCATCTCGCCTTTCAATTGACCTTTTCCAAGGAGACAAATACATCTTGCTTGGGGCACCAACTGCAGATGTTCCGCGTTGGCCTGGATGGAATGTTAAAGAAATATATAGGCCAACTGCTAGTAATTTCATAGTGTTCTATGAAAGAGCTCATTCTTTTATCAAAACTATTTCTCACTAAATTCAATAGAGTTAATATTAGCTCTATTGAATTAAAAATTGCCAAAATGAAATGTTTGAAGAGCTCACTATAAAATTTCAATAGTACTCCTCTATTCGATAGAACAAAAAACAAAATAAAATGAGCCGCCAGTATAATGCGTCTTACCCTCACACTGCTGATAGTTCTCCTGTCAATACCATGAATGCCAGGTTGTTCAATATTCTCAAGTTCTTGGCTGAGAATCCGACCGCATTCCCTGCTTTCAGCAACATGATCATCGAACTTGGCTGCAGCCCTCAGGTTTTCGAGATGATCGAACGCAGACACGCAATTGTTATGGCTGAGGCCGAAGCCACCGCGACAGTTCCAACCATCTCTATCTAACCCATTTGATTTCCCAAAAATATTTGTGAAATTAAATAAAAATTGCAAAAATAAACGTCCACCACATTTAATAATAAACCTCATTTCTATTCCATTTTGTTGCGCATTCTGACATAAATGGCGTCCTGTTCTAATACTTCATCTGCTAGTTTGCTATCGCAGAAAACTGTCTTGTCTTCATCCGATAGTTTTTTGCTATCGCAGAAAACTGTTATTTGTGTGGATATTTCAGGATCAACTGGACCACATGGATACTATGATTGGGTGAAGACTTTTGCGGCCAGTTTGCCTGATGCTCATATTATTGAGTGGGATGAAAAGGCCGAAATGTCTAATCATCGCAAGTTGAATAGCAGAACTCGTGGTCGGGATGGAACTAAACCAGCTTGTTTTGTGCCTTTGATCAAAGACTATGATGTTGTTATTATTATTACAGATGGTCAAATAAACAAAGATGATGTAGATGCATGTGAAGCTGCATTGGTCAACAGAAAGCAATTTAAATTCCGTCAAGTAATTTTCCATTTTTATAATACTGGAGGTACAATGGATTTGAGTGTCGCAGCTGCTTTTACTCGTGATACAAAGTTCGAACTTCACGAACACACTCACGATAGAGCGACAGGAATTTCTCATATTAAAACTTTGGCCGAAGCAGATAATTCAAGCGCGATTGACTTTCAAAAATACTACAACAATCCCGAGTTGTTTATGCAAGATGTGGATAAACTTAGAGCAGCTATTGTTATGAGACAAATTGGTAAGAATTCTGCCAATGCCCAACTCAAGGAACAAGTTGTTGCTTTGCAATCCAATTTGAGATCTTGTCTCCTAAGTAGGAACTCGGGATCTATGGATTTTGCTGTTCTGAGAACTAACCTTAAGGAGAATTATCAACAAGCGGTCGAAATGGTTAAGACTTACATTCAAGTTGACCCACAAATGACCAGACTGGTCGATATGGCTACAAACCGCATGATTTCTGACTGTGATAGATTGACTGGTTTCAGTTTTGATTTGGTCGCACCTGGTTGGTTGAAGCGCGCGGCTGTTGTTCAAGATGTTGATATTGACGAGCTTCCAGAAGAAACTGAAGGTAGCGAAAATGCCATGGAATTCGAATGTCCAATCAGTTTTGATGCTGATGTTCCGACCCTTCTGATTAAGGAAGGTCCTGCTGTGCTAACAGCTCTGCCAAGAGCTCAACTGGATCGTCTTATGTTGAGACCATTCGAATTGCTTGATGATCCAGAAATTGTTAAAGCGATTATGTCTAGAATTGGCAGTGTTATTGGGTTGTCTACACAAAAGGCTCTGGTAAATGATAGAGACGCGCGACAGCGCATCGAACGGCCACGAGACCCCTTCCAAGGAGTTAAGTTTTCTAGCAGCTTTGTTATCAACAACACAGAAATTGGCGCTAAATACAATCGTAAGGCACTTGCCGATATCTTCTTTGGTGACAAGCTTGTTGGTCCAGCTGAAAATTGGATGGCCATTATGTATTTGATTTTTGCCAGATCAGAATATTTTATGGCCGATGAAACTCGTAAACCATTTGTTGATGCTTTTAGAACTTACATGATGACTCAAATGACGAACTCCATGGTTCCGATTACGTTGTCACCATTTAACATGGATCCTATGGTTAGAGCACCTTGGGATATTGCAGCATGGTATGGCATTTCCACACCATTTATTACCAACTTCCAAGGAAAATCTAACAGAGTCCGCGATTGGGGTTTGGCTAGTTTGCATGTTATGGACATAGTCCAACTATTTGGGTATCCATTTGATAGACACGCAACTGAGCATCTGGCCAGCCTTTATGAAGTTTTCGATTGGATGCAAACTGAAGAACGTAATCCTCAAAGTCAATGGAGAAATATCATTAGAACTCAATGGCAGAATCATGTGATGGTCAACCAAACCATTGTTATGCTTGATGGTCCAAGTACCAAGCCACTAGATTTGCCTTATCCATTGACCAGAATTACTTTCCAGGAAATTCTTAAACTTCAATCTATGGTGAATGGTCAAGTTGCTAATTTTACTATTCCAATCTACAGAGAATTCGATGCAACTGATATGCCAATTCCTCAAGCTGTATACAACTACGGTTATGATTACTCAAATCTACCAAGACTACTTCAATTGACTCAAGCTCCGATTACAATTTCTCCTCATACAATGAGACCTATGGCTCGAGTAAGATCAAGCATTGACAATGAAGTTGTTGATTGGGAAACTGAAGCTACCAGAGTATTTGGTCCTGTTTCTGGTCAGATTTCTGCTTACAATCGGTTTAGATTGTACGTAACCGAAGAAGATGCTTATCCGTCAAAGGAAGAATTTATTCTTTATTGTTCACGCAAGGAAGCTAACTCCGAAGTTAGATCTAGGGACACTTTGCCTGCACACTTTGTGCAAACTGTTGACAGATTGTTTATAGATTTCGAAGCAGTTCTTGGTGTTGGATTTGCCAATGTAACTGTTCGTGATTTCAAGCTCAAGACTTACGGATCCATGAACAAAGAAACTAGACCTGTGCTCGATGGTTCAAGCAAACTCTAAAAAATTATTTGATTACTAGATTTAGCAATCAAATAAACTCACAACAGCTCATAATAGAGACCATGTTTCTTGCCAGCAGCTTTCAAATCAGCCAAAGCCCAAGTACAAACTGGAACATTATTTATCAAAACAAATGTGCGCCGATCCGTAACAGGTGCATATGTAAACGCGACAGTTTGTTGCACAGATTTTATAGTATCACCGTTTATCATATATTTGGACACATGTTCTCTGTTATTGTGAAAAACTGGATGACCTTCCGTCATAAGCAAATCTCTTGATGGTGAATTTTCTCCTAGGCTTGACACTCCATAACAAACAAACTTGTTTGATCCAACAAATTTAGCATTGAATAACATTTTAACAGGTTTGTTATCCAAATCGATTAATTCAATAACTTGATCAGATCGCAGATCGCCTAATCTCATCAAACCACCTGTTGTATGAACCATTGAATCAGGATGTATACAGAACGGTTCAATTGTAATAATTGTTGGTGAAACTGATGGTACTGCATTAACAGGAACAACAGTTGAACCACTTGTCACATTAAAACCCGGTGGTCCACCAACTGTGACATTACTGAGCAGATTACCTCCAACCAAATGGAAAAGTGTATATACACTTCGCGCAGTTCCAGGGAATGACAAACCAAATTGCCTGATCGATGCGGTTGTATTTGGATTTGGACCCGGAACACCAGAATTTGACGATGTCCATGCAAGTCCATTAACAGGGACCGTAATGGTCATATTAAAAGTATTGATTCCAGTTGGTTCATAATCAATGGTCATATTACTAATAACCATTGCAATACTAAATCCTTGATTATTGATATTCCAAACTTGCACATTGTATGTGGAATTCGGCAAACCTAATGTTGGAGCAACAATTTGGAAAATTAATCTTGTAAAATCTGGTGTATCACCCATTACATAGCTCATGTAAATATCAATAATTTCAGTTGGGAACGAATAAGAAAATGTTGAATTTATTGATTCAATTGTTCCAACTTGCAAAAAATTAGCGAAAACGAGAACCGGATCGTCAATATTAATTTGTGGTGGAGGAGCAAGTCCGGTTCCTGTTGCAGATAAGTTTAGCGTAACAGTTCTGCTGCTGGTTGGGAAATTTACTTGATAAGGACCGAATGTTAATTGGGACGTATTAATAAATTCCTCTGAAGCATCATTTACCATTAAAATAGAACCAACTGGATATGTGAAAGTAATATAATAAAAAGATGCGCCTGTAGACCAAGTTAGAGAGTAATTAGCTGCTCTTATTGTTCCGTATCTTGGTGGGGTAAATCCACTATATGAAAATAGGATTGCATTTGTTACTCCCAATGTTGTTGAACTCCAAGTTAACTGCGATGACGTTTGGACAACGTAGTCGGTGTTAAACCTAAGATCAACAATAGAGGCCATGATTTCGACGCGAGCTTTACTCGCTATGAAATTCAGAATACATTTGCGAATAAAATATTTGCAATATTGGCCTACTATATGTCTGCGTAATTCGATTTTAGTTCTAAGATCGAATTTGAAATTATGTAAATCAAGTTCAAATATCTTGATTTAAATTTCTTATGAAATTTAAATCAATTTGTAATAAGTTCCTGATTTCTTTGCAAATGTTGTAAGATCAGATAATGCCCATGAACAAACTGGGGCGTTATTAATCATAATAAATGTGCGCTTTTCTGTTACAGGTGCATAAGTGAAGTCAACTGGGCTATAGACCAACTGAATGTCTTCGTCGTTGATCATATATTTAGACACACGTTCGCGACCATTATACAAAATTGGATGACCTTCTGTCATGTAAAGATCTTGGCTTGGCATATTTGGTCCAATTGATCCTTTGTCATATCTAACAAATTCTGCTGAACCAACAAATTCAGCATTGAACAACATTTTAACAGATTTTCCCTCAAAATCAATTAGTTGAACATTTTGAGAACCACGCAAATCACCTAGTCTTTTCAAACCTTCAGTTGTGTGAATCATGGAATCAGGATGAATGCAGAAGGGAGCAATGGTAATACTTACGACAGATGGAATAGATGGAGCAGGAATGGATGTGTCACCTGATTCTACCAACAAACTGGTCGTAGGTGATTCCACATCTGCATCCGACAACAAATCTCCAATGTAGAAATAGGTGTTAATAGTTCTAGAACCAGGCAAAGTGAAATTGATATCTTCATTGAATGCAGGTGAAACAAAGTTCGTTCCAGAAATAATTGGCAATACCCAAGTCCATTCTGCACCATTATTGTTAATTGTGATATGCATATTTACTCCAGTTAAACTAGTTGGAGTGTACGTAATTGTCATACTGCTGACCAACAAATCGAGCAACAAGGGCAGCGAAAGTACACCCCATGTTTGAACTGCTGTTGTAACCGGAGCTCCAATTAAAGGAGACACAACAGTAATATACATCGTCGTTTCAAGTGGAATTAAAGTAGTTCCGAAAGAAAAGATTACTGCGATGTTATTGGGACCAAAGAAATAGGTAAAACTGTTTCCAGTAGGCACAAGTGAATGAATAGTCGTAGTTCGTAGTCCATTAATGAAAATTGGAATACCATTTCCACTTGGGATATCAATGAAGGATGCATTTCCACTAAAAGACCCATTGACTGTCACAGTTATGGATCCATCGGGATTCAATGGAACTGAGAACGATCCTATCGGTGGAAATAGTGCTACAAGATTGCCAACTGTAGTAGCACCAGATGCTACTTGGACAGAGTTAAGTGGGAACGAGACAACAACACTTGCATTGGGTCCTGAGGTCCAATTTACGTCGACTGTTGGGTTAATAATATGAGCACCGACTGGCGGTGCCAAACCGACAATATTAGTAAAAGTTGCCAATGTGTTAGTGGCAACTCCTAACGCAACAGAATTCCATGTTAGTGTTACTGTATTTGTGTTGGCTGTTACAGCGAAATTAATATCAACGGACATTTAAGTGAACGTATATCTTGGTCATAAAATATTTAACATATTTGGTCATCAAATATGTTAAATCATCACCAATAGCGAATGTTTGCTATGATCATTCAGATATCAATAAATATTCGCCACTAGCAAATGTTTGCTATGATCTTTCAGATCCTAACAAATATTCGCCACAGGCGAATGTATAATCTCACACTAAATCAGTATCTACAACATGTTCAAATATTTCCCATGTGATCCTTGTGTACAAAATCTTAAACCGCGCACAGTAAAACCAATAATAACTGATCTTAATATTGGTACGACTCAGCAACAAAATATTCCATCACTACAAGAAGTAATTGCAAATGCAGATCAACAATATTTGCCTGGATCATTTACGACAATATTTTACGGAGCAGCACAAATGTCAGACATGGTTGTAAATCCTAAAAATCCAAATCATATTTTAGTGATCACTTCTCAAAATTTTGTAACATCGAGATATGGTTTAGCTATTGTTGCCACAGTCAGTTTTGACAAGGGTAAAACATGGATACCTGTTAGAGTTACATCCGAACAGCCATTTAGTCCAGCAAATCTAACTTTCCAACGAACATCTTATTCTGCAGCAACTTTTAGTTCTGATGGTAAAGTTGCTTATGTTGCAATTACAGCATTTAATGTTAATGCAAATCCACTAATGGGTGATATCCAATCAGCAGTTTGCATTTCAAAATCAATAGATGGTGGAAGATCTTGGAGTCCACTTCAAATTTTAAATTCAACTAATGCTCCGGCAACAGCAGATGATCAACCTATTAACCAAGTCAGATATATTCTTGCGGATAAATTAGATCCCAAAAGTGTATATGTCGAATTCACTAGAAATGTTCACGACATTGATAGCCACAGTGACGCTGTTATTGTGATCTCTAGAGATTATGGTGAAACATGGAGCACACCGGGTCTGACTTATAATCCAAATGAAGTTAATTTATTTAACTTGTCAAACAATTTGGTGACAGATAATTATGTTATGGGTGTGCAACCACTACAATTTAACAATGGCACAATTATTAATGTTATTGGCAGAGCATATGCAACTCCTGGAGCAACAACTGTTGAATTTTACACAGATGATTTTCCTATAAAGTTTAACTTGCGAGACATTGTTGTGAATAAATCTTTTGACAAAGGTCTAAGTTGGACCACACCAAGTGTAACAGCTGTTCTTTCGGGTGATTTTACTCCAGATTCAGCATTTCCTTTTACTGGTGGTTATGTTTATGATGCTCAAGGTAATATTATTGGATCTGTTGGAAATGATAATTTGACTTTGTTCCAAGCTGCAGCCATTAATCCTTGCAACGGAACTATTTACATTACATTCAATACTGGAATATTCAGACCCGATCAAATCACGCAAATTGGTATGGTTTGGTCAAAAGATCAAGGCAAAACATGGTCTGAACCCATAAGAGTTAACCAGACCCCACAAAATATCTCAAACCCAGCAGCTTTTAGTTCCAGAGTTGCAGTTAATGCTGAAGGTTTAGTTGCTGTCACGTATGTTGACTACAGATTTAGTACTGATCCATTCCACACGGCATCCGATTTCTTTGTTGCTATCTACCAAGAAGGCCCCAATGGTCTTTATTATGTATCTGAACAGCGTCTAAACACACAATCTTACATTTCACAAAATTCTCCAACAATTTCACAAGGTAACACAATCTCAGGACGCAACATTGTGCCAGTTTTCCATGGAAACTATCTATACGTTGTGCACACAGCAACGCTCAATGGACCTTTCACTCCACCAGTCCCGCTTGTTGAAACCCCAGTTGGAGCAGTTTATTTGGATAATAATCTAAGGCAGCAACCGCATTACAATCTCTTTGAGATTGTAAGCGATTGTTGAACTATGTAATAGTGAAAACAACCCCACTTTAACCTCTTTGAGGTTAAATGGGATTGTTGAACTCCCAAGTGAAAACAACCCCATTTTAACCTTTACAATTTCTTAAAACTTAATTTGAACTTCATTTGAAATTCAAATTAAAAATACAACATTTGCATTGCTAAAGTTTTTGGTTTGAGTGTGTGGTTCAATAATTTGATTTTAATTAAATTCTTAGACAATAAAATTCTTTTGTATTGATTAGCTACTATTTGAGGGTATTTTTTGGAAAAAGCATATCGTCTTCTTTTGGGTATGCACATTTGAATGTGGGCATAAATTTGTGAATATTTTTTTGTGTCAGAAAAAATTGTTTGGATTACATTTGGACCTTCAAAGAAATCAAGAAATTTTTCAACTGCAAATGGGTCCATAATTGGCATCCGATCTGATATTTTATATTTGTCATAAAGAGTTGTTAAAGATGCAAGAATTGCGATGCCTCCATTTACAACGACACGCACCATACATCCAATTATGTCACCATCAGACAAATTATTTAGATCACAACCACAACTAACAAGATATTTAACTATGTCTAAATGTCCTTTGCTGGTAGCCAATTTTAACATATGGTCATTATTTTCCCTCAAATCACAATATTTGTCGAGAGCTAATTTTTTAACCAAGTCCAGATTGCCATTTTCGACGGCATCCTCCAATTCCATATAAACTACTTCACGAGCGTCGACCATTTTGGCTACTATTAGTAAGCATATTGTAATTTTTAATTAAAAACAATCTTGCAATTTTTATCGTAAAAATTGCGAAACTAATTTATCTGGAATCTTTCTGTTATACAATCTAGTAGGTCTTGTACATTCAAATGGGCAAAATCGAACAACAAAAATTACCAACCAGGATTTATGATTTACCAATCGATTGTATTGATATTATTGGACAGAATCTCAATAATGCATTTGATTTTGTAAAACTGCACAAAATACTCGGACAAAAACTTCGAGGTCGACGTGATATTGTCAAAGAGTTCGTTTTAGATGATAGATGGAACGGCAGTGAGAGCAGATCATATGTTGTGAATGTCGATCCAATTGTAGCAATTAATTTTGTAGGTGTTGATAAGATTCGTAGCATCAGCACAAAATTATCCGATCCTAAATCATACGTTTGGTCGGATAGTTTTATTGCTCAGTTTGTTTTGTTGACCAACATCAAGATCGAGACCATATTCAAATTGAGCACCCTAGCTACACTTCCAAATTTGAAAATATTGGATGTCAAAGGTTTAGTTTTTATAGATTCAGTTCAACCAAAACAAGAATTGAGCTTATTAGAATCCCTTGCATCTTTCTATGTTGGTAATTTTTCAGCAAATTTTTGGCAGTACTTCCCGAAACTAACCCATTTTAAACGTAATCGAGACAGCGGTGAAGAACTTATCGTTCGTGCTACATCTTTAACGAGTTTGGATTATGAAACTTCCACAATGACACTTACAGCATGTTTGCAAAATATTCGACATTGGAAATCAATCAGTTTTCCTGACGTTGATCCACAAACAATGCCCGTATTAATATCATGTCACATTGGCTCAATAATGCCACAAATTATGGTTCGCATTAAATATTGCAGAAATACGCTAACAAAATTAGTTATTACTCCCAAAGAGTGTATGTACATGGAACCTCTTGACTTTTGGAATTCATTATCCGCCCTAAACCTAAAGGAACTGAATTTGGATTTAACACATGCACTTAACAAAAGCTCAACTTTTTCATTTAGGGTAATCAAACACATGCCATTGGAATCGATCACACTAATTACACCTTATTACACGTTGTATTCTGATCATGCAGAATTATTAAATTTACAATCACTAAGACATTTACATTTGGACTGTCAAAATTCTGACTGCGCAAAAATATGCGAGTTTATCCCAAGTTTGAATTTGCAAGAAATTACTTTGAAGATAGCATTATTAAAAGATCTTCCAACTTTTTTGCCAATCAGTGTTGTTCCAAAAATCACACTTCATTTGCAGAATGGAACAGATACATGTTGCAAAAATTATTTAATAGATTTTCTTTGCCGGGCAGAAATGCAACATCCTAAACTTAATCCGAAAATTCATTCCGCATATGCTCGCCCGCGCTTTCATACGATGGAAATTTGTGGAAAATTTTCTTTACAATTTTTGGTTGATGAATATGCCACTATTCAAAGATTCAACAACTATTCTGCCAAAGGAAAATTAAGATATTTCAAGTTTGGAATCTCAAATATTTTTATTGTCGATAGTAATAAAAATCAAGTCAAAAGTAAAACAGCTGATCTAATCGTGCAACCAATTGAGAACTTACCTGTGAAAAATAAACCGTGTTCAATGTGTTTTGTTTTAACATTTTTTTCTTTGTTGATGATCATAATAGCCGTTGTTGCAAGATACTTTATTGGTTATCCTTTTTATTAACAAAGACAAACTTCGTTAATAAAAATTGATACATTGTTCAACTTGAATCTGTTCAAATATACAATTCAGTAGATCCATAGCTTGTTACTGGTATGGCTTCACCAACAAAGTTATCAGATTTGTCTATCGAATGTATTGGCTACATTAGTGAATACGTGGCCAATGCTCAAGATATATGTTGTCTTATGATCGCATCTAAAGTCCTGAAACTCAAGATAAAAGCAACTGAAAAAAATGTAAAATTTGAATTGCATTCTGTATCACCCCATCAATCAACTGGTATTATCAACTTTGTTGGACCTAATAGAATTCACAAGATTAACCTTGCTGTACCAGAAGATGTTTTTATTTGGTCTGATGATTTTTTTTCGAAATTAATTTCATTGACCGAACTAAAAATTGGCACAATTCTGAAGTTGAAATCGCTGGCATTAATTCCAAACTTGAAAATTTTATCAGTGAACGGCATGACTTTTGCAGATAAGCACCAAGAAAACCAAATCTTACCAAATTTGGAATCTATCACTATTGTCCATACTGGGAATCTCACAGCGAATTTCTGGGAGCACTTACCCAAATTAACGAGTTTAACATGCAATGGTCAATATGATACCGTGTACATCGCAAATATACCAAATTTAACTAGTCTTAGTCTGAATAAGACTATGGGTTACACAATCACACAAAATTCAGTAGCCAACATTACAACACTTAGCTTTAGTCATAACATCAAAAGTATATGCCTGGATTGGATGCCAAAATTGACTTCTGTAACGGTAACAAATCCTAATGAAAAAAGTTTGTTTTTGCTATCACAAAAACATGCGAATAATTTGGCCAAATTGACCATAATAAATAATTATCATGGCGAAACAGATTTATTGGGTTTGGACAAAATCTGGTTTTATGTGGCAAAATTTACAAATCTCGCTGAACTAAGTTTAGATGTTTCCAGATACAATAAAGGTCCACCAATTTCATTTGCCGACATCAAACATATGCCACTCAGACGTTTGCATTTGAACGTACACACTAAATCAACAAAACATCAATGTTTGCTTGCGTTGCAATCCCTCGAATATATGGATGTATACGATTTGCGAGACAGGGAATTCCATGATTTTGCATCGAAATTACCTCTGAAAGAAATAGTATTTAGAGTTGATGATGCTGATGACTGGAGAGATTTGTATTCTTATGCTACAGTTCCAAAAATTAAGATTGTGAAAACTCATTCGTGGGATGCATTATCTCGTTCAGATCTCATAAATTTTCTCAAATATGTGGAAGTCGTGCACCCAAAACTTAACCCTGATGCAACACGTGATATTCAAAGTCATTTCCACACATTAGAAGTACATTGTGAAAGCAAATTAATCAAATTACGAACAGATCCAATTATTGATAGGTTTATAGATTACACAAAACAAGGATTGTTGACGTTCAAAATAGATACAATTGAAACAAAAAAAGCAACTATTTCCAATCCGCAAACTGAAATCAGTACATTAGTTATGATCATGCCAATTGTGTTACCTGTTATTACTGTATTGGCAATGGTTGCGGCAACCGCTGTAAGATTTTTGTCAAAAAAATAATTTTTATTTACGAAGTTTGCCTTTGTAAATAAAAATTGAAATTTGATAAAAGAAATTTTTATCAAATTATCCTTTTTGTTTACAAAGACAAGCTTTGTAAATAAAAATTGAAATTAGATTAGCAGGAAATTATTTTAATATACAGTTTACTAATAGTTGTTGCCACTAATCCATGTCTACATTGATTAAACCTGATAATTTAGTGGCTTCACCGACAAAGTTATCAGATTTATCTGTGGAGTGTATTGGTTATATTAGCGAATATGTAGCTGACGCTCGTTGCATATATCGACTTATGGTTTCATCTAAAACACTAAAAACAAAAATTAAGGCAATATCACCGAACATTAAATTTGATCTTAGTTCCGAGTCACAAAAATCTTCGATTCGCGTTGCTGAGTTTATTGGTCTCAATAGGATAAAAAAAATTAAACTGATTGTGCGAGGTAATTTTATTTGGTCGGAACAATTTATTGGAAAATTTGTTTCTCTTGCCGAAGTTGAAATATCATCGGTTTTGAAATTGAATTTTTTGGCATTGATTCCAAATTTGAAAATTTTATCTGCTTATGGTGTGACTTTCGTTAACCAATATCAAGAATGTCAGTTGCTGCCAAAATTAGAATCTTTTACAATTTTTCACACGGGCAATATTACAGAAAATTTTTGGTTGCATTTACCTAAACTAACAAAACTAATATGTAATAATATGTCAGATTCTTTATTGATTACAAACACACCAAATTTGACTGATCTGGAAATAAATAATGGAGCCAATTTTACAATCACACAACATGCAGTGGCTAATATTAAATCTTTAACACTCTCTCGTGGTCTAACTGGCGTAGCTTTGGATTGGATGACGCAACTCAAATCTATAACAATAAATAGTCCTACTGAAGAAGGTTTAAATTTGCTTTCACAAAAACATGCAAATACATTGACAAAATTGTCCGTAAGAAATTTTTATGGACCTAAAAATGCGCTTAGTTTGGAGAAAATATGGTTTTATGTTGCAAAATTTACTAAACTTAATGAATTGAGTTTGGTAGATCCTAATAGCAACCGAGATTCATTTATTTGGTTTGACCACATTAAACATATGCCTCTTAAGCATTTAGTTTTAGACATGGCCACCGGATCAACAGGTCATCAACATTTACTTGCGCTTCAATCTCTTGAATATTTGCATATATATCATTTATCAAAAGAATTTCACGCGTTTGCATCAGAACTACCGTTAAAAGAAATTGTTTTAAAAATTTTTTACGAAGATCAATGGAATTCTTTGTATTCTTATGTGACTGTTCCGAAAATTAAAATTCTAGTTGATTGGTGGGATTCGTCGCATGTAACTGCATTTGAAAAATTTCTAAGATATGCAGAAAGTGTACACCCAAAACTCAATTCTGCAATTGGTTCGCACAATATCCAAAGACATTTTAACTCGTTAGAATTATGTAATTCAAATGAAATGTCAGCAAGTCCAGTTATCAATAGGTTTGTACAGTATTCAAAACTAGGTCTGATCACATTCAAAGCGAACATATCTGAAGTTAAAATTTCTACAACTGTATCTAAACCAAAAGTCAATCAAAATCAATCTCAGGCACACGATAAATCAATTATGTCAAGTTTTTTTCCTTTTGTTATGGGAGTGATCGCTGCCACTGTAATATTTTTGGTAATAAAAAAGTAATTTGATTATCACATTATCATATGATAATACGATAACCAAATTTTTCAAAATAAAAATTGACAACATACATCCATTGCAAATATAATAACGTATTCCTTTAGATCAGACTATCCAAAATGGGTGTATCCGAATCAAAACAAACATTAACTTCAGATGTTGTCACCCGATCTGAAATCTATCGTTTAAGCTTGGATTGTCAACATCATCTATTGGAATACTTACGTGATGACGTTTATGCTATCGGCAGACTCATGTTGACAAACCCTCTAATGGAGAAATCTTTAAGGATAGCTATCAAAAATATTAGACTGAAATTGATTGTTGAAACTGATAATCTTGCTGATCACGAAATTATAAATTTTATTGGTGCAGAACATTTGTATAACATTGCTTCTCAAGAAGCAATACTAATTAATTCCATATTTAGTGCAATTTTAACCATGGATCAAGTTGGAAAATTTACATCGTTGCAAAAATTTGCTGCACCTAAATCGGTTGATATTAGAGTATTATGCCAGTTACCAAATTTGCGGAGCCTTAAAATACACAGATTATACGATGGTGATAGTGATGCTGATAACATATTTGTATTTGATTTTGCGGTACCATTACCATTCGAAAAACGACATCAAATTATGCCCAAATTGAAATCATTAGATGTCCATTATCCTATTGGTCGTTATTTTTCTGATTTATGTCCTAATTTGGAAAGTTTTAAAATCAGATCAACACAAGCAGGAACCGTATTCGCAACTGATGTTCATATTAATAATTTGCCCAGATTGCGTAAAGTAAAAGTTAATGATCCGATTAGCACAATTGATGCTCAAAGTTTAGCAAATATCGAGTGTTTAAAAATAAATGATCCTGAACATGAATTTCTTGGACATATACATAAATTGAAAAAATTAATTGTTACGAACCCATCCACAGAATTTCTGGATAAACTTTGTAAAACACATTCATGTTCACTGACATATTTAGGGATCTCATTAACAGATAGCCCGCATGATCTGAGATATTACTCAGATTATTTTGCAAAATTCCCGAATCTTGTTCATCTCAAATTTAAATGTGAAGAACGCCCAAATTTTCAACAAGGCACACCTTTCTCATTTGCATCGATTTCAAATTTGCCATTGAAATCGATATATCTGAGTTCAGCTAGAATATTTGATGATTGTGATCAAATTACAAAATTGCAATCAGTTAAAAAATGCACATTTGGTCTAATTTATGATCCAAACGTTCACACATACATGTCACAACTAAATCTTTCGACGGTTGAATTCAAACTGTTCTACAATTCCCGTGATTTTGTATTAAAATATGCACATATACCTGAAATTACAATAACATGCATATCTAATGCCAATGAAATGGTACCTTTACTTGAAGCCATAGAAACAACTCATCTGGCAATTTTAGAGGGTGCACCTGTTAGCAATTTGCAATCTCATCTGAAATCGCTTACTATACACGGATGGATACCACCAAAAGATTATGGTCCTATCGTATCTAGATTTAGAACCTACGTTGAAAAAGGTTTGCTTGACAAATTTTATTTTATGGACGATGTTATCAACAGAGAAACTAAGTATGTTAAAAAATATGATGCAGCTGTAACAAAGCTTTTCGCCGCAATTCTAAAACCCGGTTTTGTTATAATTGCTGGAATGGTATTATTTTCGATTGCAAAACATGTTAACAGATTTCTGGGAAGTGGAAAATAATATCCAGTCACAAATATCGATAATCAAATAATATTTAATTATCGATATCAAGGATATTACCTGTAATATCCGCACCATTTTTAGCAAAAAACACTAGATCTTGAAATATTTCTGCATTGTTTATGGATTTGAGATAATATTTTAATATTGTGTCGATAGGAAAATATTCTGCCAAAACTTTTACTGCTACATCCCGAGAAAAACCATCTCCTGCTAAAAGAAAATTAACTCTTCTCATAGATACTGCTTTGAAAAATAATTCGATAACTTTTTCATTAACTAAAATCTCGCCAGCAAAACCGGCTTTTTTGAAATCATCCAAAATAGTGTTAACGCTTATTTTCCCAGTATCGAGAACTTCTTTGAATATCTCAAGTGGATCAATTTCTGGTACATGTAATCTCAACCATCTATATGTTTCGATAACTGATTTATTATCCGAACCCAAAAACATTGATGATAAAAATTTGATGTCAACATTGTCGAAACTTAAACCTTTTTCAATGCACAATTTAAAAAACCACGCACATAATAAATGGCTAACAGTATGGGCAATTAATTTAAATTGTTCTACGAAAAAATCGTGGTTTGGATCAAAATCATATATTTCCAAAATTTCTTGAAAATAATAACAATGCACAATTGTCCGATTGCTTGGAGCAGCTTTCAAGAAATACATTCGAAAATAAGCCTCAGCTGATCCATAATCAATAACATGTGGCACAATTTCTCGAAATTTTTGTGAGCCTATTGCACGTGGAAATATAATTTTTGTCAAAAATGTCTCTGGTGTTGGAATTTCTTCATTTTGTTCTACATAGTCGTAAATTAGTTCATTTGCTTGATCGCCTTCCTCCGACATTGTTCGTGGAATAAATTTTAACATAGAAATCCACGCTTAGTTGATTGTATGTGCAATTTTTTGCAGTAATACTAATGCAAAAAATTAATTAGACAATCTCTTTCTGATGCTGTCATAAAAATCTTTGTTGGTAAACAACTCATCATCATCCGTTTTTGGAATCCCATCTGCTTTTGGACAAGCGAACAGATGAGTCCAGCCTCGTTTTTCTTGAACATCGTCCAAACCGTAGCCAACAAGCCAAACATCTGGAACAGCCACTCCAAAGAAATCAGGTTGTTGTGTAGTGACGGTTTTGTCTTTTTTGAACAGCACCATTGTGTGAATGTGATCAAGTGGCACCTGAGCTTTTACACTGATTGCTGTCTTCAGATCATTCAATGTGTGTCCATTATCAAACAATTCATCAATGAGGATGACATGTTTTCCAACAAATTTTTTGGGCTCGATACTTCCTTCAATGGTAACATGATCTGACTGTTCCTGCGGATGGTTGTTGTAATAGGACGAAGCTGAAATGAAGTACCACGAGTTAGGAATTGTGACTTTCTTAGCCAAATCAACAAAGAACACGGCAGCTCCTTTTAGAACACAAGTCAAAACAATATCTTTGCCTGCAAATGTCGTGTTAACATAATCTGCACACAAGTCAACTTTACGACTAATTTCATCATCAGTCATAATCAACCTCCATTCAGTTTTCTCAGATCCACGCAGATCTTGTCTTCCAGTCAAGAATGAACTTGCTAATTCAACAGACATTTCCAATAGATGAAGTAGTGGTAAATACTTAAGTCAAGATCTAAAGAATGCACTAGCAGTTCAAATGGTCAATTTTTAATTATTTTAACAAAACTAAATTTTGTTAAAATAACGCGCATATCTATCTAATAAAAATTATTATCGTAAAAATTGGAAGATTAATTTTTGGTATCGACATCAGTGGGAAAAAATTTTCCCAAATCAAGTTCTCTTTCCAAAATATCTTTGATAATGTGCTTTGTTGCATCACAAACATTTTCTGTCAAATATTCGGAACTTTCTGTTTTGAATTTTGATGTCAAAAATGCAATCAGACTCCATGCTGCATTTCTATCAGCGCACATGAATAATGAACTGTGTTCTAACTTTGTGCAAAACAATTTGTGTCGACCAATCATATCTAGATCAATTGCACGTTGTATTAATGAAAGATTGTGATCAGTTGCCATATCAACTTTCGACGTAATCTTAACCCAATCCAAAATGAAATCTTGCGGTAAATGCAAAGATAAAACTTGCATTTTTGCTGTGGAAATTGTTTTGACTAACTGATAAAGTTTATCGTCATCAACAATAGACAAAAAGATGTGCAAATACGCACTGTCTAAAAATAAGATATTTGAAAGAGTTGGGTCAAATTCCAACATTGCATTGACCACATTTTTGAGTTTAGGTTGAATGCGCGCAAAGTTACACATGTTATTTAAAATAAGTGATGCATCTGTACGATTTGCACCATTAACGCATTGGATGAAATAATCTCGAGCTTTCGTGTAAGACAAAAAGCTTTTTGATGTTTCTGAAAATTTTCCACGCCCTTTACTGGAAGCCATCAGAAGTAGCCCCTCTTAGAATGATTTAACATACTTATAGTGTATACAATGCGTGCACATGTGCAATTTTTATTGTGTCAGAGACCCTGGAGGAAGCTTGTCTTCTGAAAGGATCGAGTCACCACGAGACCCTGAAGGAAGCTTGTCTTCCGAAAGGATCGAGTCACCACGAGACCCTGAAGGAAGCTTGTCTTCAGGAGATTTTATCGACGACAACATTATTTTGATAACATCATCTAAATGTTTCTTTTTTTTGTTATTAATGTTGTCAAGATCCGCATAAAGCTTTTCTTCAAGATCAACTTGATACATTGGAAAATGTTTCAAAACATCGATGACTTTATCAACGATTTTTTCATAAGGAGCAACGTGCATAAATTTATCCATACCAAAATATGAACCCGGTCTACTTTCCTGACTAACAACTAATTTCCCAGCTGCAATCCATCTGTCACATCTAATGGCTTCGTGTAGTTCATAAGAAGGCAAATAATGAACATTGAGTAAAATTTTGGCTTTAGAAATTTCTTTGTCACGATTTTCAAAGAAAGATGGAATCTTTTTAATTTTGTAACCAAGTTTTTCCAATTCAGTAATTATGGCCATTCTGTAATCAGAATTTTCCCAAACGTAGACAATATCATATTCATAATGATCAAAATATGATCTTAATCTATCAGTTTCAACCTTGTATGTAACATATGGTAAATATCCTGCAAATTTGTCTTGATCATTAATGTCATGTGGTGCGTATGTAAAACATTTGAAACCAAAATTCTTGTAAGCAGCAAATGCATTGGTTCTTAGTTGTTCAATATTTATGATAGCAATTTTAGAATTTGTTTCCACACTATTCTCTAAGAAAAAATGTGATGGATACTGCAAGTTAATGTAAACGCAATTTGGATCTAACTTCAGCCTTACTTTGTCAAATACATATTTAATAACTGTTGCATTGAAATATATTTCCAATGCCGCCACATATTCGCATAATAAGAAATCATATTGTTTGTCACATAAAATAATGATTTGATGTTTTGCTTGCCGATTATTGATCTGTTCCATAGGAGCAAGTTTGCTTTCGGGGTCTCGCAGCGGCTCGATCCCTACAGAAGGCAAGCTTCTTTCGGTGTCTCGTAGTGACTCGATCCCTGCAGCAAGTTTGCTTTCGGGGTCTCGTAGTAACTCGATCCCTACAGAACTTACAGTTCTTTCGGGGTCCATTATATTCTTTTTGGATAAAATTTAACTAAAAAGAATTATTTGAGGAATTATTTAGGAGTTTCGCATGAAGTGATGGCTGGTCCAAAAATCTTTTCTGCGACTGTATACATTCCATAAGAAACACCTGCTACAACAGTTGAACAAAAGAGACTCAATCCAAGAATTGTTGGCGTGGTCATATCATTAGTTTTAGGATTGTTTTTGCGCATAATGAGAGCATGAGTTGTCATTGGAATGAATGTAGCAAGAAAACCGGCGGCAACCCAATGTTTTGTAATGAAGTTCGTGGTTGATGCGGTGACAAATAGACCTGTCATCATAAGGTTCTCTTTCCATCCAAGATACTTAGCCATTTGTTCAAAAGTGGTGATTCAGCAGAACTAACTAATATGTTAATTCTTAGTAATAGTGATAGGATGTTTGTTTATGCAATTTTTATTTTCAATGACGTAAATTAATATTAATCACAAGTTAATTTTCATTTTCAAAGATTGCCTTCGAAAATGAAAAGTGGCGCGATTTTTAATCAGTTTTAATGTTGCGCGACTTGACAATATATGCCAAAAGTTTGGCGAAGTAACCCAAAGTGCGGTTAACACTGTGGGCAACAACAACGCCAATGGCAGAACATACAGCAGACATTCCAATGGCCATCGTCATTTCAGACGTGTTTCCAACGCTGATTTTCTGACGAGTGATCATAAAAGTGATAGACCATGCGAACGTTATCACAAAGTCGACCTCAACGTTGTGGTTGTTGTAGAACTTGGTTGCTGCACGGCCAAATGTAACAGCATTTGAGATCAAACGATCTCGGAAAGAAAGAGGTTTCGCCATTAAGTGCAGAGTAATATCGAATATTTTAATAGTAACATCAGTAAATTTATTTTTGCAATTTTATTTCAACAGTAAAATGATTATTGATTTAATAATCATTTTTTTGAAAAAGTTATTCATCGAACGAATCTGAGGATTCATTCGAATTATCAGTTGGTTCTGTATCGGTGGGCGGATTGATGGTTTTTCTGCCAGATCCAATAATCCCAGAAACAATGATTTTTGCACTATAGCAAATACCAATTCCGATAACAGAACAGACAGCTGATGCTCCAACAAAAAGTGCCACTGCAGTTTTGTCCTTGATGCTCGCTTTGTTTGTGATCATTGCAATTGTGGTCAATTGAACAAATGTCAAAGCAAATGTTGATGCAAACCAATGGTCTTTAACAAAGGTAGAGATCGAAGCACCGATTGCAACAGCAGACGAAATCAAATTGCTTCTAAGAGGTTTGGCCATTTTGTAATCGAGACTAAATATTGAGTATTTAATAATAATGCCTGAGAATTTATTTGTGCAATTTTTTTATCAAGATTTAAAAAGGTTTACAAACAGTTGCAACAACTGCCATATTATAGGGTTGAGATGCGACTATTGCTAAATCAACATCTTTGCAACACATATGTGTTTTCCCAACAATTGGATGGAAACTATCAAATTGACAAATATCGTGTGGATTAACTGCAATACTGCAACCATGTTTAACAAGAGGTCCAACAACAGATCCAAAAGTGGCTTGCACATAATCACCCGATACTCTGCAACTCATAGGCTGCTGGCGTTCATGACAAAATTTTTGTAAGGCATGCTGAATAACAACATAATTAATACTATTTGTTCTGCATACTCTGTCATTAAATCCATTGTTAGCCATGCATGTGTAAAAGTAAATATTTTCAGTCAAAAATCTTTCGCAAAATGGTTGAGCAACAACTTGACCTGGTGTAATGCTAAGAAATCTTACATTTTGGTCGATCGAAACCAAACCATCATATGTAATAGCTGACACAATTCTCTGAGGTTTAGTCAATCTTGATTGCCATTTGTTTTTGAGATCTGTTACATAGGAGTGTTTTTTCAGAGAATATGATTCAATCGCTCTTATCATGTTATTTTGGATTGGTCCTTTTGGGAAGAAATCGCTAATAGGCACAGTTTCAACATCAATGTAAACTGGGTAGTCTGAAAAGCTTTTTTCTCTGGATTCGAATTCCGACATGTCGTTCAAAATTGGGTTACCACCTCTAATCAACAGTGAATTTGTTCTTGAATAAGCCAAATATTTTGCACTAAGTTCAACATTACCATATGCTTTAGCATAGAGTTGTTTTAACATTTGCATTTGTCCCTCTGAAGCAAAATTAACACCATTGACTTCGCAAGATTTAAACATGGAAATTTGTTCGACAAAACCTCCAATTGTAGCGCTAATAATCAAATCCGTACCCCAATATTCAATAAATTTAAAATATGCACTTTCATCATAAGTTTCCGGTAGGTCTCTAAGAACACTGACAATCTGAGGATCAATCTTAGCCAAAGCCAAATCCAATTTCAAATTTGCTCTCGGGTAGGAAATTGAACTTAACATTACAGTTTGGGTTCCACTTCCTAAAAAATCTAACAATTGAGAATAATCTACATAAGAACCAACAGCAAAACCATTCTCCATTTTTGAACCAGAAACATATTTCACGAATTCATCAAAATCGTCAAAAGTCAAAGATTTAGTAATCTTATCATCAGATGTTTTAACCAAAGTGATTTGATCTGGGATCAAGTAAGTTTGTGTATCAGTTTGAAATGTTTTCTTGGAGTCAAATATTGTTGTTATAAATGGCAACCTGAGTTTTGAGTTAACACGATCGTATCCAATGCCAACCGAAATAGGAAGTTTTGTTGAGGAGTTCTTCCCCAAATATTGTTTAATAAAAACATCGATATTCACATGAAATCCATTAAGTGGTCCGGATTTCGATTTGAGATCTCGAGCAACATTATCAATATCTGCTGCCAGAACGGCAGATGCCAGTATCAAAATAATGACAAGTTTCAACATTTAATTTGCACCCCGCAATGCTACTTATATCTTAGTATGTTTATCTGAGAGTTTTCGTTTGCAATTATTTTTGGGAATGGTTCATTCTTAAAAATAAACTGATTGGATGAATAATGAAGTTGGTTTTAAGACTAGTTTCAATATGTAGTTTTTTTGATGCAAGTTGTAATGCGTTTTTCTGAAACTTGTAATATTTTTGTGTGTATCCAAAACAGATCTTCCATGCGCAATACGATCTGTAATATATGCTATTTTGTGTCTATTAGGTACTCTATAAAATAAATATTCAGCAGTTTTTGCATCGACTGTAAACATTGCATGTAATGGCACATCATATCCAACCTCAAACAAGTATTTTACGAAATCAAAATCCCCCCATGCAGCACTTAAATGCAAAAGGCTAATATCCTCTGACAACATATCATATCCAGATTCTGCGAGGTAAATCAAAATATTTAAAGGACATCTTGTTAACGCGATTGGATACAAACGCATACCACAAGTTTTATCAGGATCACACCCATTTTCAATTAGATATTTGATAATGTCAAAATGTTTGCGTTTTACACATGATCTCAACAACTTAATTTCATTTTTAATATCTACTTCATCACCAACAAATTTAACTATTTCTAAACAACCTGATTTGCAAGCTAATTTGAAAATATAACGTGACTCCATGCGTATTCTATGGCAATACGATGATAATTCTTGGTACAAATATTTAAAAATTTTGAAACTGCGATATTTAATTGCCAAAACCAAAGTTGCATTATTTCTGAATTGTGCGTTGCGTGAAAGAAATTCCTTAAAGCTTTCAATATTATCATCGAACATGTACTTTATCACGATTGTAAAATTGTCGCAATTGTTTAGTGAATTCATTTAGGAAACTAACTTTATCCGAGATCTGGCGAGCGTCAATAAATAATTTGATATTGATATTTATTTTGTAGTTGTTTGTCATGCAATTATTTTTGGGAATAGTTTATTTCTAAAAATAAATTGATTGGATAAACAACGAAGTCGGTTTCAATGATAATTTCAATATGCAGTTCTTTTGATGTAAGTTGTAATGGGTTTTTCTGAATTTCAGAGAAAGCTCCGCTTTCGTCGAAATACATTATTTTAATAGAAGCTTGAGCTTCTATTAAAATTCTGAAACTCGTAATATTTTTGTGGCGTTTGGTGGATTTTCTTTTTGTGAGATATGCTATTTTGTATCTATTTGATACTCGATAAAACAAGTATTCACTCGCCATTGTAGTATCAGACATTACACGTAAAGGTACATCATATCCAACATCAAATAGATATTTCACGAATTCCAAATTTCCCCATGCTGCACTCAAATGCAAAAGATTGATGTTGTCAGCTGACAAATTATATCCCGATCTCTCAAGATATATCAGTATGTGTAATGGACCTCTTAGTGCCACTTTGTACAAATTTACACCATCGGTTTTTTTAGGATCGCATCCGTTTTCAATTAAGTATTTGACCACATCAAAGTGTCTGCGTTTTACACATGATCTTAATAAACCAATTTGATTTTTAATATCCACCAATGATGCAACAAAATCAACTATTTCTAAACATCCTGCTTTGCAAGCTAGTTTGAAAATTAGATATTTGTCAATATAATATCCTTCAGATTGCAATGACCACCACAAATATTCAAATATTTTAGGGCTGGATCGTCTTGCTGCCAACTCCAAGGTTTCATGATCTCTAAATTCCGGGAATCGTGATGTCAAACCATCGAAATATCTATCATTATCTTGTGATACACATTCGGCAATAATTGATCTTTTATCATAATCAGATAAACAACTCATTTTTAATTTGAATAATGTTTTTATCAAATTTTATTTAGATTAATTTGTAACGCAATTATTATTAATATCTTATCAAAGTTATTAGCAATAATCGATTATTAATATTAAATAAAATGCATTTGCATAGCTAATGATGTTGGTTTAAGAGTTCGCTTGAAGAAGTTATTCTTATTGAGATTTTTTCCAAGAGTAATACTGTTGGACATACTTCTGAAAAGCACATTATTGATGTACAAAATATTATAATGACGAACTTCATGCCATTTTAATTTTTTAGGTATGACCATCAACAAAAATTCGAAAACTTGACAGTTTCCGTAACACATAGCAATATTTATACTGTGTTGCAAAGCCCATTCACTTGGATCTGTAATAGCAAACAAATATTTAACAACATCCAGTTTGCCATACATGCAACTTGTCCTGAAAGGATATTCATTATGGCATTCAGGATCAGATCCCAAATTTATCAAATACTTAACAGTATCTAAATCACCGTTACCAACAGCGCACGACAACGCTTTGTATGCTCGACTACGATAATCACAACCCAAATCAATAAGATATTTCACGATGTGCAAATGTCGATTTGATGCGGCAAGTGCAAGCAAAATGTCGTCGTCTTCCCTTGGATCGCATCCTAAACTGATAAGATATTTGACAATTTCAATGTGACCAGCAGAAATAGCTTTTTTTATTGGTGTCGAGCAAAATGTTCCTCGTCCATGAGGTTTGTAGCCAAGAGCATTTAGGCATTTAGCTAACCACAAGTGCCCACTACTTGCTGCATAAAGAAAGGGATCTTGTTGAATTTCAAAATAGGTTGCTAATTTGAACATGAGTTGTAAGTTTAGCTGTAACTTTGATGGTAAGACTGTGTGCAAATGAAATGTGGTGTGCAATTTTTTGATTGAAAGTTTTCAATTAAAAAATTTTGCACCCTATTGATCTGGATTACACTCCATTAATCTGATATGTGCGGCAGATTACATTGTTCAGTTCAAATCTGCCATATACGTCTTGGTTTCATAGTCTGCTTCCTTAACGTAATCAATATATGCGGCATCCAAATTTGCGGCCAAAATTTTATCACCAATGATAGATGTAATAGGTTGCAAATTAAATTTGACTGGTGCCATATTGTTTTTAACAGTGACTTTCCATTCAGTGTAGTTGGTCATCGTAGTATCTCCACCAACAAACATGTAAGATGGCTGACTGGCTGCATTGAAATCTTTATCAAGATGCTCGGAAAAAAACTTTACATCATATTTGCTCTTGATGATGTTGAGAATTGACCACGACGATTGTTCTTTAACCCAGTTAATATCTTTGGTGTTAACATAAGACATATCGATAAAGTTTTCCATTTTCATGTGACCTCCCAAATGAACATCGTCGACAAAAGCGTAGCCATTTGCTTGCAAAAAGTGGAAATACTTAAGTTTCACTTCAGGGTCAAGTTTATCATATACTCGAGGTAGCGCTGCGATCGATGCTTCCAATTGGCGTGTGAGTTTAGCATTTTGCAAGACAGCCATGCTGTGTCGTTCGTATGCGATAGTTGCAAATCTAACATCGTAAGCCTTCTTTCTGAGCAAGTGATTTTCATAGTAGGCATAGCATTCCTTGGTTTTCTTACCAAAACCCAAAAATACATCGGACTTCGAGTAAGTATGATACCACATTGATCCGTCAAATTGCTTTGTCATAAAAGTTTGGTAACTGATGTCAAACGATTCTGGGAACTCCTGTCGGAAAACAGGGTTTTTACCAGAAGTCAAGTCCAAAGCCTGTCCAACACATTTCATAGTCAGAGGATCAAAACCTTTACCCAAACAAATGGGACTTTCAACATCTTCATCAACAATGTTTCTCTTTTTCGGTTTGGAATTTCTATTAATGTAATCCGTGACGTAGGCTTTCATAGTCAAACGTTTTGTTTTGTCTGGAATTAGTTCAGAAATTTCATTAAGAGTAACGTTAAATGGATACTCAAAACCATTAATTGTTTGAGTCCAGTTTTTAATTGAATCAACATGAGCTTGCCCGGGATCACCTCCATAGAAAAATGATTCAGATTGAGTTTGTTTGATAAAATCAGTACTAACTTGAATTGATGATCTATTTTGATAACCACCATTGCTGATATTAAACATCTGGTAGTGGAAATACAGACCATATTCTCTATTGACCCACTTCTTTTCGTAATGGTCTTGGAGTTCGCTCGAAGTCATTGCATCAAAATTCAACTTTGCTCCAAACAATGCACTAAAAACATAATGTGTACCATATGTTTGGACAAAGTGTCTGTATTTCAATTCAGAATCTTCATCAGTAATCCTGTCAGGAAGCACAGCCAATGATTTAATAAATGCTGGATCCAAATCCAAAATTTCTGGCATGTAAAGCGATGCCGAGTAAATATTAAGTCTGTGATAACCAGTCATCAAATCCTTATTTTTCTCAGTCATCTCGCTGTGAATTTTCCCGAGTTCCTGATTGTATTTCAGTCCACCTTGGAAAGCTCCATATTGGAAATCAACACCAAAATGGAACCAAGACGAATAATTTGACAAATATGACCGATATGATGTGTAAGTTGATTGCAAAACAATCTCTTTAACAAAAGGATTTGCCGCCACTGCAATTTCAGTTGGAATTGCATACGGTGTGTCAGATCCAGGATATCTCCATACTTTTTTACCATAAGTAAAGTCGAAAATTGGAACAGGTTTTTTTTCTCCTTCGACAAGATACTCTCCAGTATACAAGTCAAATCCACGTCCCAAAAAGTCAACTGCCCTAATTGGTTGAATCTCCCCTTCTAGGCTGTGAACCTGGAAGACAAGAACTACCAATACTATACCAATAATGAGCTTCATTTCTTGGTAATGATAGGATACCGTGATATATTTATTGGTACCTATTACAAACAATTTATTTTGCAATTTTTTTTTTATAAAAATTGCACAACTAAAACATCTTATGCCAAGTCTTAAGTCTTTTACATCAGTTTTGCAAATGGAAGACTATTGTTGCCCTATAACAACACAAATTTACAGACATCCTGTTACAGCAGAAGATGGTTTTGTTTACGAAAAGTGTGCGTTTGAAGAATATATTGAAGCATATTTCAACTACAATGCAAGATCATATGCGGTATCAAGTCCCATAACCGGAGAAAAAATCGATATCAAAACTTTAAGAAACCGTCGTGTGGAAAATCAAGTCCAAGCTTACCTCAAGTTAAATCCAGAAAAGATATCCGAACAATATGCTGATTATGAAACTGAATATCAAATGACGGACCTAGCTGCAGATATTCTGGATGAACGATATGATTCGATCTATTCTTATGATAAGATTTCATTAACAACAATGTTCAAAGCAATGGAGCGCCATTTTAATGTTGATCCCTTTCATATGTATATCGACTTTTTCCATAGCTTGGATTTGGAACATATTTTGCATCTGATAAATCACGTGACTGATTGGAATACTAATGGATTGGATGGTGATATTTTTGTTTTTGATTTTATCCATAGTATTCAAGAAGAACATCGTTGTGAAGCATATGTTGCACTAGAACCATACGTTGATATTAACAAGATGTTTGATGGAATGTCTCTAAAACATTGTGCAGCAATGTGCAACGCAAAATTGGTATCAGATTTAATGAATGCTGGTTGGAATTTTAACGCAGATGTTGATGTCAAAGGTTTTTATCCGGTCCATGAAGCTATACAAGCTGGCAAATTGGATATCGTAAAACTGCTTTGCGAACGTATCCCAGACCTAAATATGTACACAAGAATTGGTCAGCTAGAGCAAAATGTAGATCGCGACACATTATTTTCCAACCGTTCTTCTGAAACAATGGAAGATCCCCAATCAATATACACATTAGCAGTATCAACTGAAAAATCTAAATTTAGGACAAAATCATCACATCAAATTACTGAATTTTGTGGCGAAGAAATGCGAAGACGTGATTTGATGGTAAAATCCGATTAAAAATTGCAATATTAAATTATCTGTAAGCTTTTACATATAATTTAGAAGAAGTTTATCTTCTGGAGATGGCAAGCACTGAAAACGTTGGCACAATTACCATCACATTGTGTGATCAAGGAGAAAATCATGTTGGGATGCAAAAGTTAGGAGCAATGGCGGAAAGTGGTTACACATATGAAACACTATGCGCTGTCAAAGAAATATTTGAATCAAAAGGATGCACTTGCAAAATTATAAATCTGAAATCACTGCTAAAAAATTTACCGGCGGACGAACTTAGGCAAGCAGCCCCTAAAGGAGCATATGTTTTAGTTGTCAAGTCTGGTGTTGACGCTTTGGTTAGTGCCGATGATCTATTTGAAGAACAAAAAGCATTGGACTGGGATAAAAAAGTTTTTATGTATGGCAGAGTGGTTAATAAGCATGCCAGATACAATTTATGTTATGGCTCTGAATCACAGGAACCCAATTATGAGGACAAAAAAGGTCGGATCATCGCTTTTGATGAAGTTCCACTTCTATCTGAACTGAAATCTGGCCTGACGACAATCCTAGATGGCATTGACAATCAAGAGCTTGTTGCAGAAGGAAACTATTATTACGACACTGGCAGATGTGGTATTGGTTTTCATGGTGATGCCGAACGTCGAAAAGTTATTGGTGTCCGATTGGGAGAAACCACACCTCTGGTATTCAGATGGTATTTACGTCATGATCGAGTTGGTTCTGAATGCAGAATTCAATTGGAACACGGAGATATTTATTTTATGTCAGACAAGGCAGTTGGATCCGATTGGAAAACATCATCGATTTTAACTCTGAGGCACGCTGCGGGGAGTGACAAATTTACTGCCTAAACAGTAAATTGGCACGATTCCGGCAGTCTGAGAGGAATTTGTTGTGAACAAATGACAAGTTTACAGCCTAAGTGAAAAAACATTGCATCAATAATTTCGGATTAAATATTTGTTAATGATCAATATCATTGTTTGTTAACAAATGGACTTTTCGCAGAATATGTTTAAAACTAAATATGATTCACCCGTACAAGAAATTTTGGAAAAAATTTGGAATATTGAGCCAGATACCACAGCCCTAGATGATATTAGCCCAAAACTTGCGTACTGTAAGCTTATGTATGAACAACAAGCTAATGCTCCAACGAGTCAATTGTTAGATTATATCGCGGCTGACACAAATTCTGCGTTGAATGCTAAAACTTATTTGGAATACGCTTTTAGATTCGGTCATAAGGATATCATTCCACAATTATTGGATTTGTTCATGGATGCATTCATAGACAATAAATATTTTTACATGAAAACTGTTTTGCAATCCAAAACTAACAGATCAGTTTTATTTTTCGATTACTTTGATGATATTGTAAAAATAGAAGATGATGCAGGAAAATTTTGTAAATTAATCATGGAACCAGATTATGATACCGTTAAAATTTTGGATCATTTTGTAACAAAACAAGCAGTTACTATGACTGATTGTGTAACGGTACTTGAAGATATCTGGTCGTGGGGTGGTAAAGTTGTATCGCACACTGAAACATTTTATTATATTTTGGATAATTTGCACCTGATTGATAACGCGGATGATATTTTCACCCGAATGATTACGAGTTGCTGTTGGTATGATCTGGAATCCAGTGCAATAAAAATTGTTGATTTTTGCAGACAAAATCCAAATTTTGAATCTGAAATACTTGGAAAACTTGTTTTTGAATTGTTGAATCTTCGCAAAGGACTTGGGATTAACATTATTAAATACTTAATGGGAAAGTATCCTGATTTTGATCTCAATAAAAATCTTAAAAATCCATTTGGGCATGTTGATGATATTGTCATGGATAATGCATACAAGATTCTTGGATCAAATTTGGATATTGAATCTTACAAAAAATACTTTATTATAATGGCCATGCGTGACCAAGGCACGGAAATGTTCGAGCTTGCCAAAACTTACATTCCGACGATTTCAAGAAAAAAAATAACTAAATTCATTATGTACTCGGATCCTGATTTGCAAAAATTAGAATATATTTTGGATTATTGTGATGATTATGATTTGATTCTAACTCATGTAGAATCATTTGACAAAATAAAACTTGTTCTTGATAAAGGAGCAAATCCCAATTGTTACAACGGCAGAGTATTGTATCGCAATCTTGTACGGTGTGAATTTGATATTTTAGCATTGTTGATTCAATATGGTGGTAATATTGATTTGGTGCAAGATGCAATTCCATTGATTGGGTGTAATTCCTTTAATAAAATTTGGCGCCATTTCAATCCCATTAAAAATCCTTTTTTGGATGGCATGACTTTGGTTGCGCCACGATCTGATATATACGAAGTAAAGTATGTTGCAGCGACCAAATTTATTGACAGCCTAATAAGAAAATGTGTTGGGCGAGTTATTGACCAAGTAAAAGATACAACGCCAACAGTTAAGTTTTTTAATGATCTCGCTAAAGAACTAATTGGAAATGAAATTGCCGCTGCAACTATGACACACTATGACAAAATTCCAATTTTGGAAGAATTTCTTGATGAAATTATGTCCTGCATGAATACCCATAACATTATTCCATGTGAAAGAAAAGTTTACGATCCAAATCAAAAAACAATCCAAACATATGATACTGATATTGATACTGACATCGATCAGGAAAATGATGATATTGATGATGACGATGACGAATTTGATGATGAAGATGATTCTGCCGAAGATTCTGTGGAAAATGCGGCTAAAATCGAAGCTGTTCATCAGCAAATGCAAAAGGCGATCGATGATATTTTTGCTTCTGAGTGTATTCATCATTCGTATCAAATTGATGTTTTCGAAAAGATACGCAACGTTAAGAAACTAAGAACAAAAGTTGTTTATTACATGGGAACTACTTATCGCATGCACAGGTTCATCCCTTATTTCAAAATTTGCATTGAAAAATCCTGTGGCAAACTTTTCATTGCGTTACTCAGCCTGCTGGCCGAGGAATCACATTTGGCAGATTTATTAGAACTACAAGATGTCACTGGAGCTGAAATTTATATTACTCTTGCTCAAATGTTGTGTGAAATTTCATCAATGGATGCTGATAATGTATTCCATGAATTTTTGAAACCAAAAATTAAAGCAGCAAAAAATTAAAAATTGCATTGAAATTAAGATTTATTAATTATTTGAATGAAATATACTTATTTCATTCAAATGACTGATCAATGCAAAAAACTTACACAATGTCTACTGGAATCGGACTTTGGTGCCAATCCCAGACAACAATTTGTTAATCTAATTTCGAAAGAAAAATCCGATGCTGATGCAAATATTTTACTTGAATATATTGGTCAGGATAATTTTTTGGCAGATAATATTGAACTTTACATGAAGTTAGTTTTCACGCATGCCCATGCCAAGATGATTTACGAGCTAACTGACATGCACAAAGATCTTTTTAACAGCAAGATCGAATATTATGCACAATGTCTGATTTCAGCATCTAGCGATGAAACTAATACAAGAATAGCAAATTTATTTTTTGATTACTTCAGCGAAATTTCTTTCACAAGCGATCTTATGTCAAAAATTGTGACAAAAAACGATGAAATTGTTCGTGGACTTAGTTTGAGTTGTAATGCCATAATAGAAATACTATGCGATGTACCAGAAACAAAATTAATGATTGTTCCATGCACGAGCATTTTGGATTATTTTACGGAACATTTGGATGAATTATCTGACAAATCCTTTTTGCAAATGATTTTATGGTGTGCAAAATCTGGCACATGGACTGAATCTATTTTAGATAGAATAGATGAAAACTTTAATAAATTGGCAAGTGGTTCTGATGGAGCTAACAGATTTGCATCTTATGTCAAAAATTGTATTCAAATGGCTATGTTGGCTAAGAATGAACAACCATTTAAAATTTGGTTTACAAGACACCCTGATTATAACACGGAACCTTTGTTTTCTGATGCAAAAATTAATCCATTTGGAGCTCAAATGATTTTTAAAAGCTGTTATGCAATTCTTGGATCAAACATGTCTATGAACACCCAATCATACGAAGTTTTATGCAACATTATCAGTCACGCGCGCGAAAGAACGGCAATAAAATACCATACGCTAAATGAGGATTCATATGATAACATTTGTAATTATGTATCTTTATTGAAAGTTGGTATTTCAACGGGTATGGTAAATGCCAAAACTTTAACAACTTTTGCAAAGGATGTGAAACCATGGGTTTGCGGATTTAGTTTAGATGATTTCATATTGTGTGTGGATAATTGTGAAGTTGAATGTCTTGACGATATATTGTTTTCCCAATTTTTTTATCGTGGATCAAATATCAAATTATCAAATGCGCTCTTAAAAACCGCAACAAAAGAAGCCGATGATAAAATTAAGTACGGAAGACTCAAATATTTGATAAGTTTAGGATCAAACATAAATCAAGACAATGGGTTTCTACTTTTTTGTGCAGTATTTAATTTTGATACTGCTGATATCAAGTTTTTGACCGAAAATGGTGCAAACATGGATTTAGTAAGAGATGCTGTTACAGCGATTGATTTTGAAAATGAAAATGGAATCAATTCATTTTATCCTAAAAATCAAACGTCGTATGCGTATTTGCGCACATCAGACAACATTAAAACTAGACAATGTATACTAAAGTGCATTGACGTGATAGAAACTAATGCATATGTTTGCGATAAGTCACTACTCGACCAGCTTTATCAAGAATTTGATGTGCCACGCCTAACCTATCCAGCTTGCATGGAAGAGTTTGTGAACGAAATTGTAAACGCAAATATTGTAGATCAACCACAAGATGATGATGATCAAATTTTTGATTTGGTAAAAACCAAAAATGAACAACACACAAAATTAGTTAACACAATGTTGTATGGAGAAAATCAAGATTCATCAGTAATAAAATTTGTTGAGTCCTACATAGAATCAGATGATCCAGAACGTGCAGAAAATATAATCAAACTTTTGGCTACGATCGTTAATATGAATCCAAATTATGATATGATGTCATTTGCAAAATCTATGGCATCAAATATTTTGCTATGCGTTAAATTAGCTCGCGGTTCCATTTTTGTTAATATTGTGACTATTCTTATCGGATTTGATGGCGTAGTTGATTTTATTAAGCAGACAATCCAACCAGCAGATCACCTGGAACATTATCATTATTTTTCGGATTTCATGGACATGTTTGATGCAAATCAGTGCTCTGATCATGAAGGAAATTGTGATTACATAAAAAAAATGGCCCAGAGTGATACGGCAAAAAATTGCATGCAAGTTCTGTCTGACTTAATTGTTTAAGATAAAATATTATTCTATCTTAAAAAATGAGTTCTGATCTTCCTTCGGAAAATTCAAAATGCAAGTTGGCCATACAACAGCTTCTAAGTGAAAATTTTGCCCTCGATTCTAAAAAAAAATTTCGCAATTTGATTGTTATGGATAAAGACAAAGCTAGTGTAACTGATCTCATTGGTTTCGTTTCCGAAGATGAAAATCTTAATTCAAATATGAGCTTTTACATTAAAACTGCAATTAAATACAAGCATTTACAATTAGTTATTGAATTGATAAACATTGATGAAACTATTTTTGATACAAATTTGGAAACTTACGCAGAACTTTTTGTTACAAAATTCAAAAAGGATTCTCAAAAGGATTCTCAAAAGGATATCGTATTGAAAATATTTTTGGAACGATTTGCTAAAATTCTTCCAAATCAAACAGTTCTTAATGCAATTCTAATGTCTGGATCAGTGCATATTGCTGAACATTTATTGCAGAATAACATATGCTCGCATAATGACTTTCTGCATTCAGTTAACGGAACATTAGATACAGTCAAATCAGCGCAAAAGCTTGTCATAAAAACAATCATTTTAAAAAGTGATTTGTTGATAAACTTATTTATTGGCAGTTTGGATCAAATATCAGTCAGCGGTTTAATAATATTAGCTGTGTGGACTTGTTCAAAAGCCAGCGTTTTGGGACAAGTACTTGAATTTTGTGAACAAACGTTCAGCGAAAATGATATGGATACACTCATTATGGAGCTATGCTCAGTTTCTATTTCTTTTGAAGATTGTGAATTTTTAGCTGTGTGGTTAAAGACTGCATCCGAAGATAAAATTGTGCGTCTTTTGTCACAATGCATTCGAAAAATGAGATTTAAGTCCAAGGTTTACGAAAATATATACAAAATCTTGGGACAAAATTTTCCTTTAACTACAGCAACAAGCGATATTGTCTTAGAACTATGTCTAAGTAGAACGTCATCAATTAATCAAACAGATTGCAGATATTTTATCGATCGTGGGCTGAATTCTGGAATAATTACACCAGAAAGTTTGACACCATTTGTTGCAAATGCATCGCAAAGTCAAAATATTGACTTCGATACTTTTGTTTATTTAGTTAATAATTGCAATTCATTGGACGATATTTTGTTTCGGCAAATTTCTGGTGCTGTCTGTGGTAATCCAATTGATAGATTTAAGTACTTGTTAGAACAGGGCGCAAATCCAAATCAGCGTAATGGTTTTTTGATGTTCATTTCACTTTTTGAACTAAGTGTACCAACATTAAAATTATTAATTGACTACGGCGGCAATATTGATCTAGTTAGAACTGCTATTGATGAAATTGATTTAACTGACAAGGAAGATATCATTCGATATTTTAATCTGAACTGTATTAGATGCAATTTACCATCACATAATCTATCAACAGTGCGGGAACTTTGTCACAAATATATTGATAAACTCATTGTTACAGATTTCAATCTTCCAGATACTTTTTTCACAGACTTTCAAGAAGAAAATCAACATTCGGTTCGCGTAGACTTTTCCTATACGGAAAATATCACATTTGCGATGTTTCTTGAGCATGTAGTTGCGCAAACATATTTTCACGATGAGATGTTGCGAGACCCCGCATTTGAATATGCAGTATCGATAGAAGATTGTTTTGAAGACTGTGATGAATGGGAGCTCAGAATGGATTCACGTTTGGAAAATTTGGTAAATGGTCTTACAAATTCGATTACAAACAATTATGTTGATCTTAAAGCATTTGCTGAAGCCTTCAAATATGTTAATAATTTGACCGATACTACTGAATTGACTACAGTGTACAAATCTTTTGAATTATATGTCAAAAATTGTGTAGAAAATAAATGCGGAGCAATCTTTTATTGTATATTTTGTTTGTTTGTTAATTCGGATGAAGCAATTCAACTCATACGAGAAACGTTAGAACAATTGCAACCAACCGAATGCCAAGATTTTTTTTTGGAGTTTGTCAAAATATTTATGGGAGGAGATCATATACTAAACAAAGCCTATGTTAAAGAAACAATGCTTGAGCTTATTGATGAAATACAAACCGCAAAAAATTAATATTGATTCATAGATTCAACATTAATTGGCAGAGAAAAAATTGCAGAATGAATATGTTCAGACAACTAATATTGAATTTAGTACTAAACTTAGACTAAAATGGAAGAATTTGAAGGCATTGTTGACGATCACAATACACATGGCGCTTTGATAAAATCCTTGATCGAATCCAATTCGATAGAAAACATGAGCCCAATCCAAAAATTTACATTTGGATGTATTCGTTCTAAACGTGAAACTCAGATGGATGTTGGACTTTTATTGGAATACATGTCGTCAGATAATGATATCGATGTGAGTATGGAAGACTATCTGAAAGTGGCGATTAGGTATTTTAATCGAGAACTTATGGAACAAATAATAATCCACCATCCTACTTTGTTGAATCAACGTGCGGAACTATGCGTAAAATTGCTGCTGTATCAAATTCAACTATTTCCTGAAGCAGAAAGACTGTTGTTGGATTATTTTAACGCTGATATCTATCCAGAAGTTTCGAATAATATTTTAGGAATTATTGTTGACCAGGATAATGTTCAAATTGCTAGTGAATTTATCACAAATGGTCAAACCACTTACAATAAATTAATTGGTGTTCTATCACAATGCACAATGTCTTCAACAAACAAAAAAGATCCAATCAATCTCATTAAATATTTTCATGATAACCTCGAAAATTTAGATCCGGATTCAGTTGCAACATTTTTCCTTGTGTGCATATATTTTGATTTTTGGTCAGATGAAATTTTTGATCTAATCGCTGCCCAACCAGATATGCTAAACGATTTTTTCAGATACTCAGTAGAATTTTCTAAACATAATAGCAAATACACATTTTTTAGAAGTATGTTGGTAAAATACCCAGATTATGATGTGACGCTCATTTTTACTGAAGATTTTTGTGATACACCTTTGAACTTGCATGCATTTTTGTGTTGTTTGAAAGTTTTTGGTGAGAATCTTGTATTGAATGAGTATATGTATCAAAATTTGTTTAGTGCAGTATTCCATGCAGACTTGGTCGAAACAATTGCATACATTAAGATATTTTCTGCAAAATATGATTTGCCACCAAAACTTTTTAACGAATTGTTGGTTAGTGGTTTGATGAAGGAATTATCAAGTTTGGAACAATATAAGGTTATTCTTAGTGGATGCGATAATCTCGATGAAATTTTACTTGATTTTGTTAAAGATTTCAATAGGAGCGTTGAAACCCAAAAAATTAACCTAATTTTAGAAAAAGGTGCCGATCCAAATGCGTTCGGTGGGTATATCATTTTAACAGCCATACAACGAGGCCACATGGATATCTTACAAGAGTTGCTTAATCACGGTGCGAATGTTAGTTTGATTAAATCCTATGTGCAAAATGCAAAATTGGAATCTGTAAGTGATCTCGAGCGTTATTTCCCACAGGTAATCCCTACAAACAGATGTCCACATGATAAAGATAGCGTTGCCATTGCACAGTATTTGTTAACCAAAATCGTCGACCACATAGAACAAACTCAAGTTGTACCAAAGCTTGCTTTTTATAAAACAGCACTTCAAGAATATTTTGCGGATACCGATGGCAATTTTATTGAAGACTGTATTGTATTTGATTTGTTTAATATCTCAACGCAAGCATCATTCGTTTCAAATTTTAGAGAAACCACACAATTTGATGAAAATTTTTACGTTGAACAACTGACGGCAAAATCTTCAATGAGAAAATTTTCTCAATTTGGTAAACATAGAACTTACATTACAAGACGTGCCATTGGAGCAGTTAAAACTATGGATTTGGATTTGATTGCATATATGCATAATAAGCTTGCAAAAATAGCTATTTGTGGAAATGATGATTTGATTACTTTATTCAAAACATGTATCGAAAACAATTTTGGTGAACTTTTCGTTTTGTTGTTTTCGAAGTCTGTATTTTCATCCGAACAATTAGATAATATCCTAAATTTCTGTTTAGAATTGTCTTACATACCACATGTTAAATTATACACGGATTTTGTCACACAAATAATTAAATCCAATGACATACAAGAATCAGTAAAAGCGGTTATTAACACACTTAATTATGAAATTCGTGAATGTTTCTTTTAATTTTTCTTATTGAATTGTTCATTCGATAAGAAAAATTTTAAAGTACACTCCGTTGATTTGATTTGAATTAAAATCAAAGTACACTCTGTTGGTTTGATTTTAATAAATCAAAATACACACCGTTGATTTGAATTAAATCAAATCAAAGCACAAAAGTAAACTTCATAGTGTAAAGTTGATCACTGGCACTAACCTTAGTAGTTGGGGTTGCAGGATAAACACCTGCAAGATGTGGTGAACCGAGCAACTTGTAATAGATTTTGTGTTTAATAGTTGGTTCTGATATTAGAGCCAGGTTAAACTTTTTAGGAAAAGTTTTAGCAACTAGGTTTGTGTATTTTTCAAATAAATAATTGAATGAGTTGGTATATCCATAAACTGCTGTCGTATGGATTGCAGCAATTATGAATTTTTCTTCAACATCAAATATGTTCAATAGTGAATCAAAATAAGTTACAGGTGATAATGAAGCAATTCTCACAGAGTACATACACAATTTGTACTTTTGGCTAGATAAAAAAGTAAGAATCTTCAAACATCCACGTGCCACAAAATGTGATAATAAATAAACAATACTGCTGCTAACAGTTAACCTCAAAGCATAATGTATTTTGAATGCTTCCACATCATCGTCAGCAGTAACCTTATCTAAAAGAAACATCCTAATAGTAAAGTTAGTTTGTGGATCAGGAATTTCCTGTAAAAAATCTAATTTTGCAATGATTTCTGCATTGGCGTTCTGGCAAAATAATGTTTTGTCATAAGGCTTATTAGCAGTCAAAGGTTTTAATAGGTCAACGTAATTTTCCAAAATACTTTCTTTTTCACTCGGTGAATGCTCAAACCATGTTGATGTCAATGTGAATAATTCTGATTGAGCATTTTGGCAATCTGTTTCCATACCTAATTCTATGTCTTGTAAATCATTATTCAAGAACATTGCCTTTCCATCAGATCCAACCAACAACCTTGTGACAGAAGTTCCTTCTTGACGGCAATCATAAGAAATGCTGGTCATCTGAAATGGACTCGCAGTATCTGGATCCTTTCCGAAGACGAACTCCCTAGAGGGTTCTTGCATTATATGATTGATTTTAATTTTAGTAATTTATTATTAATGTTAAAATCAGTTTCAATTATTTTAATGAGTAGGATTTAATCAAGCTCAGACTTGATTAAATAATATAAATCCATACTAACCCTCAAACTGCAGTTTCAGGGACTTTGTAAATAAATCGGACAAAAGAATGGATAATGTGACCGTAATAAAAACGTTTGATATGTGGATCTACAAATTCACAATTGCCGATCATGTAAGCAATGAATCCCAAATAGAAACCCATTTTGGCAATTGATTCTATGTTGAATCTGCAATCAGAAATGCATGCCATTAGTTCATAAAATTGTTTGTTGACGATATGAAGTTCATTTTCATTCGGAAAGTAATATCGTCTATGTTCTCTGGCTTTGGGTACTAATGAAGTGTAATTGCTATGCCAACGGAATACATTTGGTACTTTTGTTTGGCAATGATAATCGAGCAAATTATTGTTAATTAAGATTTCTGTGTATTTGATTGATATTAAATTTACACAACCGCTATTCAACCACATTTCACAAGTATTGCAACCTAAATTGAAAAAGTCATTCCAGCATAGTTCCATATGTAATACTTCGTTATCAGATGCCATTTTTATAAAAGATCGGGCTAATGTTACATATTTTACAACAACTCAAGCTACTTGTCTTTCGCAATTTTTTCGCTAATTTGGATTAGAATTTCTAGTGGAACTTTCAGATCTCTCGGTTGCATTAAGTTGATATGTTGTTGATCTCCAAAAGTATACTCCCCAAAATCCTGTATACAAAGCTGACATTACCTTGAAAAATGCCCAAATAAACAAGGGTAACCACTCTGACATTTCAACATATTCTGTTTTTACAATGTAGAAAATAAAGAATGCAATTACGGGGATAAAAATAAGAAATCCGAGCGTAATCAAAATTACTAACACATAAATATGTGCTTGTCTAGTATCATCTCTGGCATTATCTGCTTGTAATGGTCCTGATTGCTTGCGTTGCATATTTTTATGAAGTGAATTTCGTTTCATGTCATTGGAAAGTTTACTTTTGGATGGACTGGCAGGTGGTTTGTTATCAGTTTCAATTTCTCGGCCATGCACAGCAGATTCCCAAGAGCGAATTTTAATTTCATTGACTATTTTGATTTCATCCACGCATTGCTTTGGATTGCTTCGCTTATCCACGCATTGCTTTGGATCACTACGTTCATCATTTTCCAAAGTATTGCTTGTCGGAAATCCTATTTCAATGGATTTATCATTTGATTTGTTTGGATAAGGAGCAGTTAATACGTACATATTAATTCCAAAATAGAAAAACATTACGCAACAAATAATTAGGTATGTTGTCCATATTCCAAGTAAAATTCTCATAAAAATAAAATAATATGTAGCATTAATCCCAGTAAGGATACTGGCAATTGTTGCCGTAAGAGTAAATACACCAATTGCAATCCAATATTGTTTTTGATATCGAGCGCTTTTCATAGTTTCAGTTTTCTGTTTAATTTCCATCCAGGTTACAATTAATTGAGGAATAGTATTGCCTAAAATCATTGAACTCATTAGATTACTGGTTGTTATTAAAAAAGTAGGTACATTGTGATTTTGTGGCAAAAAACCAGCAATCATACAATAAAAAATTTGCATAGGAGCCCACGCCATTAGTTGTGGAGCAATTACCGTAAACAAATTTTTCTTTTCGCGGATATACCAACTTCTTCTTAAAACACTTGCTGCAAAAAACAACCCAATAACACATGTCATCGCAAAGAAAACCTGGCACATTACAGCAAATGATTTTGCCATTTGCGGAGTGCAGACTGCTGTGTTAATCCATGGTATGCATCTTTCCGAAAATTTCATATTTGAAATACAAAGAACCAATAGTCCCACGACTGGTTCGCAACACCCACGTTGCTATAGATATGAACGAAATTATTAGTCGTGATTTTGGTTTCACTTTTTATTTTCATCTATGAAAATAAAAAGGATAACTCAGTAAAATTTACTTTTGTTGAGTTTCACTTTTTATTTTCATTTATGAAAATAAAAAGGATAACTCGGTAAAATTTACTTTTGTTGAGTTTCACTTTTTATTTTTTATTTGCATTCAAATGAAAATAATGATTTATCAAATGATTAATCATTATTTTTACAAATTAATTGCTAGGCGCGTCATTCATTGTGTTTTCAGAGACTGGAAGTCTGTGCTCACTGCCGCTCTCAGAGACTGGAAGTCTGTACACGATATCAGGAATTCTGAGTGGTTGTACAGGTCCTTCTTTAACCACATAAGCATAATCCTTGCGCTTTTTAAACATATCGTTGAAGATTGTTGTGACCAATTTATGTTTTGGTGATTGATCTTCATTCAAATAATCAAGTGAGCCGCATACAGAAATGGGATATTTTGTGATATCCATCTTGTAAGGTTCGGCTTCGGCATATGATTCAATTGCAGGTCGATCTTGAATCTGATATGACTTGTCACCAATAACTGTATATTTCTTATCGTCGATCGTACGATATTCTGCCATTTCCCTAAGCTGATATTTCTTACTGAAATGATCGATTTTTTTCCAGCAACCTGATTGTTTGGCATGTTCAGCAATATACAAAGACTGTCCGCCGACAGGAACAGAACCGTCAATAAAATAGAAACCATCGACGAACACCATTTTACTTTGGTCTGCATCATTAGGTCCAATCCAATCACCAGCTTGTTCAATATCTGCTTGCAAAGTCCATCCAGAATAAGATGGCAGCCAGTCACTCAAACAAGTCGGATTATCAACAAGTCGCATAACATGTTCCGGTGTTTGATAATATCTTCCGTTTTGTTCAACAGCTGGTTTGTGTTTCAGTTGCTCCAAAGTCAAGAAGTAGTCAGGGAACTCAATTTGTTGTTCGCAATTTTCAAAACCGATTTCATTGCTAGTGTTAGCAATTCCAAGTGCAGTCTTAACAGCAGTTACTTCAGTTTTTGCTTTTTCGAGCAAAGCAGAGAACCCAGAAAGTTTAGCAATGTCACCATTCAGATCAATATTAGGGGTAAGACGCCAGAAGTATTGTTCGTGGAACTCTCCATCAACGGTTCTGGTATTGAAAATCGCCAGGTCTTCCGTTGACAAATTCAGGAAAACTACATCTTCAACAAAAACATGTCGCAAATCATACAAATCAGTAGGCTCGTTCCAAATTTCTTTAACCAATTTAGGGTTAGATGGAACAGGAGCCTCTCGTTTCAAGACTTTAATAATTTCTCTGCGAATTTCATAAATTTTAGCTTCAGGGTCGTCAGATTTTTGAAGCAAAAGTTTCTTAATAGCATCGCAAACAACATCATTCATTTTGTAAACATCTTCATCAAGTGAATCTAATCTAGTCTGTAGGAGATCTAAGAAAGCAATTTGTTTCTCTTTGCGTATAGCCAAATTGGCTTCCAGATTTTTTTTGTCCGCAGCGAAAGTCAAAGTTGACACATACAAAGCATAAACTGCTTGGAATTTCTCTACATCAGACAACAAAGCCCAGTTTGCATCACTTGGAATCTCATGACTGTAAATCAACCTTGCAACAAACCCGATCTTGTGAAGTCTGTTGCGAATTTTCCTAGTCAAAGCTTCTTTTTCTGTAGTTTTTTGTTCGGTTTTGATTTTAGAATCAAAATCACGAGGAGGATGTGATTTGAAATATTCCAACTCAGCTGCAATAAGGTCTGGTTGTGGAGCGGCTACATATGTAGGCTGTGTCTCATCAACATCCATAGCAGATTCGCCATCTACAACAGGCTTTTTCGGAGGGCAAATCTTAATGGTCGTTGGCTTCGGAGGCCAAGGACGTTCCTTCTTGTAATCTCTTGGAGGATCAGACAAGATAGAAACCATAATTTGTTTCAGTGTGAGTGTCGCGGGGGTAACACCAGTCAAATCGACTGGGTTTCCAGCATCAATCTGAGGTTCAAATACATCTCCAACCTTGTTCTCAGTGCCGTCAGACATTTTGCTTCTACAATAGAAAACAAAAACTGAATACTCTTTAAATATTATTGCAGCTAACATCAAGCATTTCGCGCTGCAATTTTTTTTGAAAATTAATATTAACCAACGGATTAATATTAATTTACATTATTTAATCAAGTTCAAACTTGATTAAATTCTGAAAATTAGTCAAAAATTTTTTTGATTAATTTTCTGAAAGTGAGTTGCTATGAGATCCTTACCAGCTGTTGAAGGGCTTGGGTGTGAGACCAGACTTGACAGCCTCAGCAGTGTGAGCAGCACAGCATCCAAGCTCAGTGTTTCCCTTAGTGGGAGTGTGATCGCCATGAACTTGGGCTTGGTTGCGGCAACCAGTAGCAGCGCATTGGTATCCTCTTTGGGGTTGACCCTGAGCGATTCTCGCTTGCTCCTTGGCGTCAGCTTGCGCCAAGGTATCAGCGACGAAAGCAGAGGGCGCAGGTGACACTTCGGTAATGGTCTTCGCATTCAAAGTGGTGATCGTGACGCCATTCTTCACCTCTGTGTGGGAAATGGGAGGAAGCGTAGTTGTCTTGATCGTATGTTGAGGTGTGGTGGTAGTGGTTGTACCATATGCACTTGTTCCAGTCGTCGAGGTTGAGGTCGAAGTTGAAGTCGAAGTTGAAGTCGAAGTCTGTCCTCCATAGTGGTGGTGGACATGCACTTGCTTGTTTGCGCTTGGTGCGAACCAAGACGAGGTGTTGCTCATGAGGCTGACACCGCTGCCAGTTGCAGCAGCACAATCATAGCAAAGGTACTTGCCGGCTTTGTTGGAGTAGCTTGTGGCTTGGTGGTAGCTGCAGCTCTCGCATCTGACGTAGACAGGAGTCGAAACAGCGCAAATCTGACCTCGCTGGTTGATTCCAACCTTGTGGCCAGTCAACGTCGCGAGCTGGGCAACAGCAAGGCAGTCGCGGCAATAGCCCAATGGAGATCTATAGCCATTGCAAGGCTGAGCGCAGTTGTTGCAGAAAGAGATAACAAAAGCCATAATTGGTTGTTGAGAGTTTGTGTGTAATCAGAAAACTGAGAATGCTATAGAGAATTATAATGAACTCGTCAATCATTTCAAAAATGCAATTTTTATTTCTATAGAAAATCGTATAATAAACAATTTCTATAGAGTATGCGTTTTAACAAGACTTTTCAATAGACCACCATCAACGCTATAGGATTGATCTTGAGGGACTTTTGCTATAGGAATATCAATTTCAATATTTTCTGTTAAAATATCGTCATCACGGAGTTTGTATAGAGCAATTCTGCCTTGAGAATAAGCATCTCTGAATTTGTTTAATAGAGGACCCAAATTGACGTTTTGTTTAAGATTTATTTTAGGAACACCTTGGCAAATATGATTTCTCTTGGATTTGATAGCTTTAAAAAATGTTGCAATATGTTTGATAATTTCTTGATCTGAATTCAATATCAATACATGAATATTTAATTGTTTCAAAAAATATGTCTTCAAAAATGCATTTAATTTCGATTTCGCATTAGAATTTTCCAAACAAATGATAGCAAATGGATTGAGTTCCAATAAAGTTTCCACTCCAGTTACAGTTTTTATTTTTCGTTTGAACACAAAATGTCCATAAACATCAACTTTAAGGCTATATTCAAAATTGAATGTAGGTTTTTGACCGCGTGCAACAGAAAGATTTTTAGAATAAATATTAAAATTTGTTACATATGCTAATTTGAGTGCATCTAAAGTTTTTCTTAAAATTGTATTTAGTGGATGAATTGAACAATTTGGATAAGAACTAATGTCGAGGTTATTACTTTCATATTTGTCATATGTAGAACTATATATTGCTTGTGCAACTGCCCATTCAACCATTTTAGTATCAAGTTCAATAACAGAACTATGGGAAAAATACGGAAGATTGGATATTGCATCATCAAAAATAAAATCGTATATTTCTTGTAGATTAGTTTCGACAGGAACATATCTCGCAAAAAATATTTTCCAAAAAACCCCATTGTTAAGATAATTGTTTCTGGACTCGATGAGTTCACCGTAAAGTCTATCAATGCGATTCTTTAATTTTGATGGCAGCATCTATTTCAAAATAATTCCAATAGTAAACTATTGGAATTATGAATTTATAACTAAGGGAATCGTCTGAAAGTCGACAAATCCACCTCTTGATCAACAGTGAGTACACCAACCAAACCATCAATTAATCGCTCAACAGATGATGTGTAATAAATTTCATTGATGTCACCATAGTATGCAGCTAAACCTCTTACATTAGGGATGATGACAGGAGTTCCATCTTGTCCCATCATAGGTGCAACGAATGCACCATTGGAATCATAAATGTTAATGCGACCATCTCCTTGATTTCCAACCAAGAATGAATTTGGCGGAATTCCTGCTGCAGCTGGAGCAGGAATCATACCCCATGGAGAGTTTAATGCACCTCTTGAAACAAGTCTTCTAATAAATGTGCCATTCAAATCAAACACACTAATGTATCCATTACCAACTCCATCAACATTAGCAATCTTGACGTTGCGATCCATCTTTGCCCACAGCACATACAAGAAACATCCGATGAGCACAATGTTAAATGGTCCATAATCTGTTGGGATGGGATCTGCACCGTTATCAACAAAAGTATAGTTATCGAGCAAAACAAAATTGTCATCCATTACATCAATTCTTCTATTAAAGAAATCGGCCAAATACATTCTGTTATTTGCAATAGCCAATCCTTTGTAAACAACAACACGACCACTTACCTGTGTGTTCAAAATGAAGAATGTATTCAATGCATCAACATGAGGAGAATAAGCTTGAATTGTACCATGTTCTGTGCAAATTACAAACTGAGATGACTTTGTGGTCGTTCCATTTGTCACTGTAAAATTAGAATTACAATTGGCAGCAATTCCTGTTGGATAACTGGAAAGATTATCGGCATCTCTGATCGTAATTGATCCCAACAATTTGTTTCCAAACGTATCATAATTGAGAATTTTATCCGTTCCTGCAGCATTTACCCACAACTTTTCGTTAAACAAAATAATTCCCCAGGGATCAACCAAATCAATATCATCGTGAGCTGCTTGGTTAGGTCTGTTTGAAACAAGTGGATTGTTTTTCCAGGTTGTCATAACCATACGTCTACCTCGAGTGATGACTGGTCTGGGAGCACCATTAGAAGTTTGCGTATAAGGACCAGCGTAGTTATTTGGTCCTAAGCCTGCCCAACCCGACCAACCTCTCGGTCCACACGGTCCACAACCGCCTGGCCCACCAGCTAAATTTTGCGGACTACAAGGAATTCCTGCAGTGGGATTGTAATAAGGGTCAAAGTTGGTTGGAACACATTGTGGCGTGGCCGCAGACAAATATGGAGTATTCCAGCCTGTATTATAAGTTCCTGATGCAGACATACTAAATGTAGACCATAAAAAAAGATCACAAGTTGTTCTTAATTATATAGCCTAGCTTATATTAGAAATGTCACGACCCCATGAAAAAAATATCGAAAATCGGAAACGTGATTCAAGCCAACAAGAAGAATATGAAATTTCTCGCCAAATGATCCGCTACTTGGATTCAAAAGTTAACTGCAGTAATATTGAACGTTTTTTAGACGATCATTATGAAGTTAAACCTTATCATTTGAGAATTAAAGAAGTTTCTTTACCCACACATTTAAAACGAGATTTTGTGGATGTATCATACGAACTTGTAGAATATCCTGATACTGATGAAACAGAAATTGTTATTCAAAATATTTTTAATACACTCAAATTTATTAACGAAGCAAATTACGCTGGTTTAGATTATTTTCCTTGGCTTTATGGTTTGCTGAAATGTAATGGACTCACTCCTGATACTCAAACACCAGCTCGCCAAATACACACTTTTTACGAATATTTCGAAACCAATTTGTACGATTACATACCAAAAATTACTAATCCAGGTGTTTGGTATGAAATTTGTTTCCAACTTGCTTTAATTAGTGATTTTATGCGTCGCAACCAGAAATCATATGATGCCTCAATGAAAAACCATCTTATTAAATTTTATGAAAAACCCATTTTTGTACCATACACAAAAGGTGATGTTAATTTGAGTATTAGACAAACTATGCGAATTGTTGTAAAAGATTTTTACTTAGAAGAAAGTACATCGGGTCAAGACAGTAGCATTCAAAGTCTACTAAAATACTTATCCGACCACCCAGATCTCAAGATACCACCTAGCCCCAAAAATATGAGCTTTATGCACAAATATATCGCAGATCCTACACAGTTGACCCCGTTATTGGCTTCTTATTATCAATCTCGCTAGAGATTGATCGCAGATGGTAAGAAGTTGTTAATTAGATTAACAAACTTCTTATTAATTTCTTGATCCGAATAACAAAAATTGCATAAAAAAAAATATTGGACCAATACCATTAATAGTAAATTATTTGCGAAAATGCAAACAATCCTCGCATTTGATACTGATCTTCTTGAAGTTCTTGTGCGTTATCTTAAAAATGCTATTAATCTATCAAAATTGCTTTCGCTGAATAAAACTTTGAATGCTAGATTAGGTATTGTTTTGCGCAGACTGGATTTTTGTTTCAAATCAACTTCTGCAAATAATCATGTGGTGCCATTTTCAATATTACCCGGTCTAATAAAGTTAATGCTTTCGACAAACAATAGATCAGATCAAGCATTTTGGTCAAACATGTTTTCAAAATTCGAACGAATTGAGCAACTCTGTCTGATTGACTCGTCGATTATTGATAACAAGTTAGATTTGCTTGCGACAATTCCTAATTTGCAAGTTTTAAAGATTGACTGTAATCTATGCAAGTTTTCTGGGATTCAAACTGATATCATAATTCCTAACTTGACAGAACTTGATATTACGATATCTGAACTACCAAAATTTAATTTTGCCCCAAAATTGGATTCGTTAACAATTAGAGTCACGGCTCAAAATGATGATGTTGAAACTTATTTTTTGGACTTGCCCCAATTAGAACACCTCACGTTTATTGATACTAGCACATATGGAGGAATTTCAGGTGGGATTGTTTGTAATGCTAAACTTAAATCATTCAAAACTCAAGGGGATTTTAAAATTGCCAACGGTTATCGCGACGCTTTACAAACAGCGACCACTGCGGTGATCCAGAATGATCATGCCAAACCGGATATTTTAAAACTGTTATCAAGAAATGTTTTAAATAACCTTCAAGTTAGTTGGCTTCCGACATATGCAAACCCGGCGCTTTGTGAATTTATTAACATTGAACATTTAAAATTAACAACTTGCGAAATTGATTTTGCAACGATCTCAAACCTTCCATTAAAAATTTTGAGTTTGTTTAGCGTTACCATTAGAAACTTAAGTTACTTAGGCAAATTTACGACTTTAGGACAGTTGGCAGTATTGGCATGTCGATATACATCATTTGACTCGCCACTGAATTGTACCTGCCTACCACCAACTTTGACTGACATCAAATATTCTATCAGTACCCTTTCCGACAAGTTACAATTAGATTATGACTTGCTACAAGGCTTACGAACTTTTACACTTCATTTCAAAAAACTAAAATCATCCGATCATGATGATAAATTTTTGGAAAGTGTTGCCAAATTGTCAGAACAACAATCACGACTTGAAAAGATAGTCGTTCACGTGTTAAAAAAATCTGATGAATCGACAGATTTTGTTTCAAAGTTAAGACTTCACATCAAAGTTGAAGTTGTGTATGAATCATTAAAAAATGCACTGTTTTGGGACAAAGACAAATTTTAACCTTGGATTTATTGACGCAATAGTTTGTATCAATAAATCCAATAAAACTCGTTAAAACTCGTTCATGGTATTTTTTGAAAATTTAATTTCACCTAAATTTTCTGTTCATAATATAGTTATACAAGATGACTAGTATTCGCAAACATATCTTCAAATTTGTCGACCACGGCGAAAAGAAAACCGTAAGCATTTGCTTGCACTTTAAATACAAGCATCCAGAGGGAAAGGAAAAGATGGAAATCAGCTTCAATGACAGGAAAGGTTATTACATGTGGGTTGCCATGATGGGTGAGATGGATTTCGGTCAAAGGCAGGCTGCAGCTGTTATTTTGAGAGACTATCTTCTTAATAACGCAAACCCATCAATCAAGATCAAGACCGATCCGCATAAATTGAACACTTTCCCTGGATACAAATTTATTAAAGAAAAATCTGTATGCAAATCCAAAATGTGGAATTTGAGCTCCAGAGATGACAAGATTGAAATTGACGGTGGTGCTGAAGAAGATAAGATCTGCCAAGTTTATGGTAAAGGACATATTGATAAAATTTCTGACCTCAAGGAATTGGCTCAATACAAGGAAGAACACTACGATGAAACCTTTGTTGTCACCGGTAAGTTCCCTGTCTACCAATGGACTATCCAAAATGAACACAAGCTGTTCCCAAACTGGCCAAATGGAAAAGTTGGTACTATTGACTTGACAGCATTCGCTGCTTCCAGTCAAATCGGTCGACCTGTTAGAACTACAGATACAGTTGAAACTATCACTCAAGATATTGGCGGTTTGCAAATCGACCAAATTCCTGTGGAAGAAGCTGCCAAAAGATTACAACAAGGTGCCAATTTTGTTTTGCCCCCTGGAACACTGTCAACTAATGCTGCAGCAACAACTGCTCTAACTGGCGGTTACAGAACCAAAGGCAGCAAAAACAAGCACCACAAGGGTGATTGGGAAGACGACATGATGGGCGGCTATGCTAAAGGAAGTTCTGGACAGCATCACAAAAAAAAGAAGTCTGGATGGGCTGATGGTGATTGGGAAGACGATGATAAAAAATCCAAGATGGCCGGATGGACTGACGATGGTGAAGACTGGGATGCAGGATTTAAGGGTGGTTATCATGAGGGTTATGCTCACGATGGTCGCAGACACAATGCAAGCTCTTATGAGGGCAGAAGCAAGAAGGATCTCATTGCTGAACTTGAACATTACAAGGCTAAAATGTACGGCGATGCAGCTGATAGGATGATGGGAGGCAAGCGTGGCATGGATGGATGGTAAGATTATTTGCAAAAAGTTGCTCCTTATAATTTTTTCAATAGTGAATCATTATTGAAAAAAAATTGCAGATTCAAAATGACTGTATAGTTTTATTGAATATCTATAGTACTCTAGTTTATCTAGGAAACTCAAAAAAACCAATCAGTCTAGTTGCCCCTCAATTAGATTGAATCTTTTCTGATAGTATGGCTTACCCTGTTACCGTAGTCCCGATGTCTGCTATCCCTGTGCACCCCATATACTTCCAGCAAACCCCGGTTCTCATCAACCCTGGAAAATCGAACCACATTTTGCGCAACCTGAACGAACTGTTCGGTCGTGGTCCTACTGTGATTCGCGATGCCATCCCTGCATCATTCCTCATGAGAGTCCCTGGAATAAGAGAAGGACATTTCCTTGTTTTTGAGGCTGTCCTTCAAAGAATGTCCGAAATTGGTGTGACAGAAGAAAAGATCAAAATTTTGCGATCTGCATTGTCCGACCTTGCAAACCGTGTCACGAGTCCTTATCCAACCGTGGAAACTGAGGCTTTTGCCGAGTTGGGAAAAGTTCTCATTTGCATCTGCCAGTTGGGAAATTGCTGTGCGCGTGCTCCATGCAAGTTCTGCGATCGCTTTTGTTCCAGATTCGAATCCAATTTGACGAGAGATGGTTTGTCTGTCGCCAATTGGTTCTACAATGTCAACACATCTGGCCCTTCGACTCCCGCAGATTCCAATCCTGCTTCATTAGTTGCGTCCAGCTCCAGCGTTGGAGGAGGAGTTCGCATTTCCATCGACGAGATTTTCGATTCGCAATCTATGGAGATTCCAATTGATCTCGTTGAATCCCAAATTCTTGTTCCAGTGCCTGAAGAGCAACAAGAACGCAGCTTCTACGATTCATTTGGAATTGGTCAAGATGAACCACAAAGAGTGGTCAAGAAATTTGACCCAAGCAAAAAGGGAACCATTGCTTGCCGTTACGGAAAAAGCTGCCACTGGTATGCTAGAAAGGATGCAAATGGCGACCACATGTGCAACTTCTACCATCCCCCGACCAAGGTCGACCAGGCGAGTGCTCCGATCGACCAAGGTCTACCAGAAACTTCGGCAAAAGAGATCATCCGCAAGGGTATCCAGGCTGCTAAGGACAACAGAGTTGTTGGTGATACCAAAATTTGCCGTTCTGGCAAGAACTGCACTAATGCAAGCTGCAAGTTCACACATGTTCCCAAGAGCACCAAACCTGCTGATTCCTAATCGCAAATCTGCCTATCTATCAATCTATGTATCCCATATACAACAATTGTTTGGCTCGTTATTTTCCAGACAATCCTAAGAAGAAAAGATTTATCTTTCCCAAATTATTAATATGAGAAAGATAAATTTAATTATTGTTCATAAACATTACCAGCATTTGCATTAGGTTCTTTTTTTGCCCAAAAATCAAGCTTTTGTTTATCATAAGCTCCCGTATCCCAGACATAATGGAAATAACTGGAATAATATGCTCTGTATTCATTTGGAATCGGATACAATCCATTCAATATTAAGTTTTTCAAATCAGACATTTTTAACATCCAATATCTGGCAACGAAAATGTAATCTCTAGTTACACTCGAATAATTAAAAATTCCATTGGTATCACTGCATATCATAAGCTTGATGTAAGGACTGTCGACAAAATCTTTATGTGGATGAACTTGAGGAGAATAGTATCCAAGCAAATAATTCGAAATTGGACATGATTCTACATACAAAATCTTCTTCTTGGCTTCTAAATGATCTAAGCTTTCTTTTGTTGTTGTAAAAGCAATACCGTGACCAATTCTACTTAAATTTTTCTCAAAAACCAATCTCTCAGATAAAGTCAATTCTGATCTGATCTCATTAGTTTCGCCGACGTGCGGTATGAAATTTAGTCCGAATTTTCTAAAATACATAATCTTATTTACGAGTGTTGCGTAATATTCCAAATCATGCGATTCTTGTTCATTTCCTACTAAATCAACTCCATTGAAAAATTGGAATTTGTATTCTTGGTTAATAATAGCCGCAATGTACAATTGTTGTTTGATAAGTATTGTGTATTGTCTAACATCAACTTCTAAATTTTTCGGTTGCTTTGAGAATGTTATAATATATTGAACCATTGATTGAGGTTTAGTTCCAGTTTTCCATTGCGTACCAAACTTGTAAGATGGAGCCGAATCCAAAAGAAAACTGTCTGATACAAATTCAGGATAGATTGAGGATTTATTTATGGAACTAACTGCTTTCACAATAAGATCAGATTCTAATTTAATTTTTGAGTACAAACTGTACATAAATTTGTAATCGGATTCTTTGATATCATGATCTGTTTGGCTGAGAGTTTTGAGAGCTTTTGAGAACGTATCTTGATTCATAATGTGCTTTGATTCAAGGTACAATCTCTGACCAAATTTTGTTCCAGTATTAATTGTACCAGGTTTTCCTCTTACGTTCAAATAATACACTTCATTATTTCTATTAACAAACAATGTTGTGTACCATAAATAATAATAAACACGATAATTCCTAACTAAAGTTCTAAATCTTGTCTGCAGGTTATTGTATACATAATTAGCTCTTGGTGTTTCTGCATCAATATACAAATGTTTAGTGTAATCGCCATCTTCTTTATCATATTCAGTAAGTGATTTCCAATTTTCTTGTTTGGTCACTTCTTCATATGCAACACCTTCAACATTATCATCAATAATTGTCATAGCTTTGTCTTGTATAACTGTTTTAACAGGTTGTGTAGTTGCTTCTGTTTCAGTAGGCTTATTGTAAACATAAATTTTGCTATACAGCACAGGATCAATAACTTTTATTAAATTTAGTAATTTGCGATATGGAACCATACCATAAATATGAAGATGGTTATTGGTCATCTTTGGAAGATTTTTAAAAAAGTCCTCCATTTATCAGAATTTAACCTTGAAAATCTCCGTAGGCGACAAATAGTCCTGATTTGTTATGTCTAACGATGTAGACAAAAATATGATTTGCTTTAAAAACAGTATGAGGAAGTTGTTCCGGCAACTTATGACGCCAGTCACTGTTAGTAGATTCGATTGGAATTCTGTCAAGACTTTCTTCGTCGGATACTATTAATGTAGTAGTGTGATTTATATTAAAACCCAAGTGTAGATCAATTTTTTCTGCTGGTATTTTCAACTCCAGTTCGTTATCCCTACGAAATTTTGGCAAGTAAACATCAACATCAGTTAACGACGCATTATTAATATACTCTTCAAGTTCAGCAATCGGCGGGTATGGAACATCATTGATTGAATAATCAAGGTTATCTTCTTGTTCATAGGCCTTTGGAAGAACAACAATAAATTCATAATCTGAGTCAATTAGAGGTAAAATTAAAATTCGCATTTTTGGTCCAGAAAAGTACATATATGATCCAAATCTATGCATAAAAGCAAGTTCGTTTGTTTGATGAAACATCATCTTTACGGTATCAATTTCATAAAATGGATCCCTAAATTTTAGTTCTATGTGGTAAGTTGACGCAATAAATTTCTGACCTGCATCAACATCAGGTGGAATAACCACAGCCATCGAATTAACCAACTTATCATACAAATCTTGGCTAACTTCAGGATAAGTTAATTCGCAAGTAAATCTCGATTCAGGAACCGTCTTAAGAATTTTCTTAAATTCTTCCAAAGTATCTCTATCGCTAAAAAAAGATGAATCTATTTTTTCGGAGGTCTTGTTACTATCATAAACATATGGAATCACATTTTTTATCTTGCCCAATTGAATTAAACCAACTTGTAAAGCAAATGCTAATGGAGAAAACAAATTAGATGCGCCATCTATGTTTTCATAAAGATCTAATCCCATTGAGTTTACCATCGAAACTGCATCTGGCAAAATATCATCCAGTTCAGCATTTGGTATTGCATTTGGAACTTTTCTACTTTTATAACTACTCATCGTTGATATTTAACATTAGTTGATACTAATATTAAATTTTTGTTAGTTTGTATGCATGTTTATTAATTCAATCAGCAATCAAATTTCCGAAATTGTCAATCTAATTAATTAGATTGCCGTAATGCACATCTCTATTCAACATGTACATAAACAACGTGCTGGATCTCAAGTTTTTTCCCAGAGCCAATTCTCTGTCGAAATCAAATTTGTTACTTTTATTGAGATCCCAATTGGCAATAATCGATCTTTCGAACAATATGCACTTGGAAACATATGGAACATTCCAAATTCCACGGTGGACACAATTCCACAAATCGACGTAAGTATCAGATCTTCTGTAATATTCGCCATTATCCAATCCACCCCAAAAGTTGGATTTCAAAGTTTCACCTTCAATAGTCAAAAATGGGCTTATGATTCTGATGTACGGGAGTTGGTTCATTTCCGCGAGTAACAATTCTACAGTATCCGAATTTAGAGTAACGCAATTGTCCCATAACAAATAATGTGTGCAGTCTGTTTGCATAAAATCATCCCAAACAAACTTTTTAAAATCAATAACCCTGTAAGTAAAACCATAAGATTCTACAGCGTTTCTGTTAGTTTGGTTATCAGATTGGTCATAAAAAAACAATTCCGGACGTTGTTGATTTGCACTTGATGGCAAAGTTTTCATAATATTTTGGATAAAGTTATTGAGATCGAATTTTGGATTTATGTAAGCAGCAATAAATACTCTACTTTGGGTTTCGGTTGGAACCAATTCTAGAGATGCATTCAAACGAATTTGATTTTCGAATTCATTAAGAACAAGTTTGGATGGACCATTACCGTGAATGAAAACTGGTTGCGTCAACGTTTTTTTGTTAGAAATTCTCTGACCGGAAATAACTAAATCATCTGCTGCACCATTAACGGCTTGAAATAAATCACAATGATAATCCAACACAATATTCTCTCCGGACAAAAATTTAATTGTAAAGTAGCGTTGATCATCTTCAGCGTCAGTAATCGTATCCTGAATCATATCATAAATAACATGACTGTAACCCATAATGCTTCCTGAATTGAGATAAGCGTAATCAGTTGGTGCTACTGGATATGCTGCACTAAGACCAGCATCAGGCCAGCAGAATTTTTCAGCTGAAAAAAGTACCTTATCTTCAGAGCACAAATTTGCGAACTTTGTTATAATTTCAGATTCATAAGCAACAGGAATCAAATCAAATGTATCGCAAATAACGACAAGTCTGGAATTTGCCTTATCGTGGATCTTAAGATCCAACATAGCGGATCTAATTTCATTGATCTTTTGACCTCCACCTGGTCCAGCTTCCATGTTTCCTCCTTGCCATAGCTTACCATCCCCAACTATGACATATTCTAATCTGTGTTTTTGACAAAAGTGTTCAAATCTTTTGACACCATCTGTTTTATGGACAGATACACCAATTCCCAAAATCAAAAGTTTGCTATTAGCCATCAGATTAATTGCTTAATAGATAAGTAAAACCTGACGACTTTAAATAATATTTGTATAGAAATTTTTTCCAGAAACTGGTTTACCAATTTCTAACCAAACGAGTTTCAAATATTTTATCATTAGAATATAGTTTATACAAAATGACCGACGATCTTAAAGGAGGAGTAGCAGGAAGATTTGGAAAGAACATTCCAAGAGATAAACATGGCCGTTACATTAAGACCAGAAAAGCCCTCTCTGGTCGCGTTTCTGCAGCCAAGAAGACCGCCAAGAGAGCTGGAGTAACCAGACGCGCAGTCTCCGCTAAGGCTACCACTGCCAAACGTGGAGGAACTACTGTCAGAACCGTTACTGTCAAGGCCGCTGGAACCAAGAGAGCTGGAGCCAAGAGAGCCGCCGCCAGAAAGCCCGCCAAGAGGGCCGGTGCCAAGAAGGCCGGACGCAAGTAAGCAAGATTAGTTTATGAATTATCTAATTACAGATGACTTATAAATTATTTGCCAAATTAAGTCTGAGCTTAATTTAATCCTGAATAACCAAAAACATGACCACCAAAGTTGGACACTCCGTAGATGTTGCCAGAGATGAAGTTCTAAATTTGAAATCAGAATACATAACTGGACCAATGAATGTAGTCAGATTAGAAGGCAAAGATTCTGGTAAAGTTATTTATTTATTTTTTGATATCCATTATGATCCTCAAATCCAAAATGAATGTGCAAATGTCGGCGCAATTGATTTTGCAGAATTCTTCGTGAAAACTTTCAATGAAATGCCAAAATCCAATACTATGTATGATTTCTTTTTGGAAGTATATCCGACACAAATCGAAGGTCTTAGGATTAGAGAAAATGATGGAATTTACATCCAACCTATTACAAGACACATTGATAAAGTAATCAGACTATTTTCAAAACTTTTTGTTAGGGCAAAATCTACAGATAAAGTTAGTGCCGCGGAACTTTTTCCAAATTTACGTTTACATTATTTTGATATTCGAGATTATTTTGAGTATGTTATCAAAAAAGAATTTTCACACATTGATCAGATTTTTGAAAAAGAAAAATTGACCAATGAAGATAAACTCAATGTTAAAAAACGATTACAAAATACTATACAACCGTTCGAACAAATAATTTCCATTTTAAAAAATCCTGTCAAACTATCCCCGCGCAAAACTTCGATTATAAAGAATGTATCAGGTGTGCCACCTAATTTGCAATTAGAAAATCTAAATAGTTTAGCATACAAAATGAAACATTCCTACTCCAATCCTGCTGTCAAAAAGGTTGTAGTTGGATTATTTGAATCTGTTATCAAAAATTTGGACGACGTTCTTAATCAAATTAAAGATTTGATTGCGAACATTGACGATACTACGAGCACAAAATTTATGGAACAATATTCAGAAACATATTCTTCAGTCGTAGATGTATATGCAGATTTAGTGGATGTTCTTTTTTTAAGACGATTCTTGGACAAGCCTTACATAACAAATGCTATTGTTTATGGTGGTGGAGCACATATGGTTGCGTATTTATTTGTTTTGATAAAATTTTTCGACTTCAAAATAACACATATTTCACGTAACAGGAAACATTATTCTATCGCCAAAATAAATCAAATTGTCAAAGATTCTTTTACGTATGATGACATTATTGATTTATTTTACGAAATTACTTGGGTAGAACCACAATGTTCCGCATTCGATTCTTTTCCTAAAAATTTTTTGTAAAAATAAATTGTATGTAACCTATGTTTCCATAATATTTATGAATTATCTGATTACAGATGACTTATAAATTGTTTGGAAATTACATATACAAACAGAAGGTTTCTGAGAACATAAGTGAGCACAAACAGAAGGTTTCTGAGAACATAAATATGAGCGATAAAATTGGTCACACTGTTGATACAGCAAGAAAAGATATATTAGATATAAATTCAATATACATAACAGGCCCAGAAAATGTAGTCAGATTGGAAGGCAAAATTGATGGTATCTCAAAAGTTCTTTATTTGTTTTTTGATGTGCACTTCGAAGCAAATCGACAAAATGAATGTTCAAATATTGGAGAGATTGATTTTGCACAATTTTTTGTGAAAACTTTTAAGGAAATGCCAAAAACTGATGTGATGTATGATTTTTTTATGGAAGCTTATCCAACAAGAATTGATAGACTTAGGATTAGAAAATTTGATGGAATTTATGTTCAACCGAAAAATGATGAATCATTTTGCGTTTGAAACGATTTGTTGAACAACAAATTGGTTCAACCTGTTGCAAGACACGCCGATAAAGTACTGAGATTATTTTCAAAACTTTTCGTTAGAACAAAGAATTTAGACAAAGTTTCCAGTCCAGAAATTTTCCCAAATCTGCGTTTGCATTATTTTGATGTCAGAGATTATTTTAAGGACGCAATTGAAAAAGATTTTCCATTTATCAATAATATTTTGGCAAAAGTACCGGATGCCAAATTAAGTGATCAAGATAAAGTTGACATCAAACTTAAATTACAAGACGCTGTAGTAACACTCAAACAAGTAATCAATATTCTCAAATATCCTGTCAAACCAGCTATTTATAAAACTCCAATCGTAAATGAAGTTCTAAATACGTGGGATACTTTAGCAACAGAAAATGTCAATCGATTAGCATACAAAATGAGGTATTCATATCGTAATGCTGAGCAGACCAATACTATCAGAACTGTTCTTGTGAGAACTTTTGATGCAGTTATTACAAAGTTAGATGATTATGCAAACCAAATAAATGATATTGTTGAAAATATTGGTAACATGTTAGATGAAAAAATTGTTGATGAATTTCGTGCTGTTAGTTGGTCTATTTTTTCTGCAGGCGTTTCTCTGGTCGATGTATTTTTCTTAAGAAGATTTTTGGATAAAACTTATGTGACTAATGGCATAGTTTATGGTGGCGGTTATCATATGATTTCGTATGCATTTATCCTGATAAAATATTTTAATTTCAAAATAACACACGTTGCGCATAATAGAAAACACTATTCTATGAAAAAACTTAATGAATTCATTAAATCATCAAAAAAAATTCCTGATATCCAAGATTTGTTTTATTACGATAATGTTACATATGCAGAAGAACCACAATGTTCAGTATTGGATTCTTTTCCAAAAAATTTTTTGTAAAAACAAATTGTCTAGACAAATTATAAATGAGTTCGACAAATAAAAAATCTATTTTAGATTTGAATACAACTTATGTTTCAGGGCCATACAATGTTGTCAGACTAGAAGGTCAAGTGGATGGTTCAGAAACAAAGGTAATTTATTTATTTTTTGACATACATTTGATGTTGGCGAAACAAAATGAATGTTCTAATATCGGAGCCACAGATTTTGCTGAATTCTTTGTTAAAACTTTCAAGGATATGCCATCAAGTAACCGTATGTATGATTTCTTTTTAGAAATTTACCCAACAGATTCCGGCAAAGTCAAAATGAATACTTTTGGCGGAGTGGATATTGATCCAACAACCAGACATATTGAAAAAGTATTAAGATTGTTTTCCAAATTATTCGTTTACAGTACAAGCTCAGATAAGGTGGAACCAAGTGATGTGTTCAAAAATTTGCGTTTACATTATTTTGACATTAGAGATTACTTTGAACCAATTGTTTCCCACGATATCAGTCCTGTTGAGAAGATTTTACTTAATGCTAAAAATTACTCTGGTAACAAGTTAAATTTAAGTCCTGAACTTACAACTAAAATTCAGAATCGATTCCGACGAGCAATCTCGAACATCGAAGTTGCAATTGCAATTCTACGTTCACCTAAAAAACCATCCAAAACAACTCCAATTATCGCAAACAAATTTAATCCTAGCAAAGGATTTTTGGAATCTAATATGAATCGACTTGCTTATAAAATTAGACACAGTTATGCTCATCCTGAAGTCAAACGCATTGTTGTTGTAATTTTTGAAAAAGCAATTAGATCTATGGAGATTTTGGTCGACACCATGGATTATTTTCTTGGACATATGACAATGTCAGATGATGCACTTGGCGACTTTTATCATATCAAATATATGTTCATAGATTCTTACAGCAAATTGATTGATGCATTTTTCTTAAGAAGATTCTTAGACAAAACCTACATAACAAACGGAATTGTTTATGGTGGTGGCAATCACATGTTATTTTATGTTTATGTTTTGGTCAAATATATGAATTTTAAAGTCACACACATTGCACACAATTATAAAAAGTATTCCATCGACAAAATTAATAAATATATTCAAACTGCAAACAATATGACCGAAATTGTGGATTTATTTTCTATCACACACAGGAGCAAATACGAACGTGGAGATTGGGAACCACAATGCAGTAGCTTAAGCGATTTTCCAAAAAATTTTTCTTAGAAAAACAATTTTTTTCTGACAAAATATTAGCAAGCTAATGTTTTGGTCCAAAAAAGCAATAATTTTTTTCTGACAAAATATTAGCAAGCTAATGTGCTGGTCAAAATCTGCATCCGGCATAACTTTTATTTTAGGTATAGCCGGTTGCATTTATTTGTTCCAACGAAATGGGCCAAATGACAGATGGGTTGCAGTTTTTGGTGCGACTGTTATTCTGATTCAGTTGGCAGAATTTTTCATGTGGAGCGATCCGGTATGTGGATCTAAGATAAATAAATATGCATGCATATTTGCGGTGGTTATCCTTTTAATGGAACCATTGATGGCTATTTTGGGTGGATTAATCTTTTCAGAAACTGCTAATAAACCCTTACTTTTAGGATTTTTGGGAGCGTATGTTGTATTCGTTTTTATAATTTATTTTAAGGAAGTTCGAGGACAAAATAAGATCCAATGGTGTGCCCAGCCTAAAGATAGATCAGGACAATGCAAAAGTGGTCCATCAAGTGCTTTCAATAAGAAAGGTTGCAACATGAGTTGGGGTTTCATGAATGGTTTTAGTAAAATGTCTGAAGTTATCTGGATGGGTTTCTTGTTGTTACCACTTTTGACAATGGTTCCTTTTAAGCAAGGGTTGATTCTGGCTTTACTTGGTTTAGGTACATTTGGATTAGCCGCGGTTGTTAATAATTCTGCTATTGGTAGCTTGTGGTGTTGGTTTGCTATCTTTGTAATCTATGCAAAAGTTTTCTTCCTGAAAACTTAAAAAGAATACGGTAAACATATTCTTTTTAATATATAATAAATTATTTTGATAAATTATTAGCACCAAAATGCCAACAGTAAAGATACTTAGACATTCAGAAAGATTAGATTATGCCAATCCTTTGTTATGGATGGTATGTTTTGGTCAAAAGTGGGATGATGCTCCATTGACAGAACATGGACACCAAATTGCCAATCAAAAAGGTCAAGCTTTGGTTGATGGCAAAGATTTCAACCCCAAAAAGATATATACCAGTCCTTACAGAAGAACGATGTCAACTGCATCATCAATTAGAGCATCGTTTCCCGAAGCTGAAATTATTGTTGAGACTCTTCTTTCAGAATATCAACCAAACAAACCTCATCTCATTGATTTGTATCCGCATGGTATTTCAACTTACTACAATGGTCAACAAACAAACTTTTGTTATCCGGAAACTCATGATGAATTTAAATCCAGAGCTCACTTTATCGTGGATCAACTCGTCATTGCAAATACGAATGATTTTGCAATAATAACGCATGGCGAGTTGCTAAAAGTATTCATCGCATATTTTAAACAGACATATCCAGATGTTTTATTTGAATCGGACGCTTATCCAAGTTATTTATGCACACTAAGCTTCACTTACGATGCAGATTCGAAACAAATTGATGGATCCAGCATTAGATTAGAATAATTTTTGTTAAATTTTTTAATTAAAATTATTTGATTACTTCTTGGAACCAGATTTTTTTGCTGTAACTATTTTAGCAGGTTTAGCGGGTTTAGCAGGTTTAGTAAGTTTGGCTGTTGTCACTTTAGCTGCTTTCTTTGCAGTAACAGGTTTTGTAACTTTAGCTGCTTTCTTTGCAGTGGCAGCCGATTTTTTAACCTTGGGAGTTGCACCAAACATTTCTTCAAGATCAACAATTACTTTTTTAGCGGCCGATCTCTTTGGTCCGGTAATAGGTTTTGCACCAACTTTAGCTTTTGGAGCGGTCTTTTTAACTGTTATGGGTTTTGCAGGAACACTGTCATCGTGAATTGCTGAAGCAATTCTCTCCGAGGGTCTTCGACCGTCATCGTCAATGAATGAATTCATTTCCTCCGAGGTTCTCATTGACATTCGACCGTCATCTTCGATTTCGATAGCTTTAGTCTTTTTGGTTGGTTTTTTGGTTGGTTTTTTGACAGGTGTTTTGGTTGTAGCTTTAGTTGCAGGTTTGGCTGGAGTTTTAACAGTTGCTTTTTTAGTTGTTGATGTTTTCTTCGTGGGAACTGCTTCGACTTTCTCAGTATCAATTACATCATCATCAATGTTATCAATATCGATAATATCTGTATTGTCAAGTTCTGTCAAAGTTTTATCCTCGACAGCTGCAGCAGGTTTATCAGTGACTGGAGGATCAATTTTGCTAAAATCTTGTGGCACATAAGTCCCGCAAACCAGTTGTGCATGTAGATCTGGAAATAGTTCTGGCATTTCTCTGTCATGTCTTGTTAGATATGTTAGTGATTGTTTTGCTAGTCTTTTCTTTTCAGATTCTGATGTTTCTATTCCTTTAACTCCTGCTCCACCATCACTATTAATGTCATCGATCATAAAAGAAATCATACCTTTGATAACTGTTTCTAAACTTAAAGCGGGAGTCCATGATTCGGGATGATATGCTGTTGTTGAAAAACAAATTCCTCTGTCATCGCGTTCGATCGGATAACCACTCGGTTTAAATCTACCATTAGGTGTAAACATATAAACATTTGGTGGTGCCATCGGGTGATCATCATTAAGTCTAACCATACAATGATAAAGTCCGCCAAAATAAGGAGTATCTATTGATCCTGGTATGATAAAATGTACATTCAAAATATTGTTTTCTTCTTCTTTAATTTCTACACCATATTCTCGCTTCAGATTGATAGTGGCATCTTTAATGTCCTTGAGGACTCGTTTAATGTTATTAGGAGGCATTAGTGAATCTAGTATCTGGGGTAATATTTTTCTTGTGGAGATATTTTAAATCAATTTTTTATTCGTCTGGTAATTTATTCCCATAATATAGACACAAATGACAACAGGCAAAGGAATCTTTGTTGATCCAAACGATGTTTATGCATCATACGATAAAGCTTTCGCTGTAGATCCTAAAATGAAAAAATTCACAGACAAAATTAGAAAAAGTCGAGCATTTGAACCTCCACCAGCTATTGGAGATGATAGTCAAAGGCCATTGGCGAAAAAATCGACATTAAGGGATTTTTACGATGGTGGTCGAAGACCCTCGGAGGAAAAGAGTTTTCCCATTTACGATGACGGTCGAATGCCAATAAGACCCTCGGAGAAAATGGGTGGACCCATTTACGACGACTACGAAATTGTTGAATTTGAATTAGATGAAGATGATTTTATTCCAACTAGTACTTCTAAGGGAAAAGCACCAAGTCTAACAACAACGGATTCTTCAGATACTTATTCTAATATTTACAGCGATCCGTACAACATTTATTCCAATCCATACACATCAGAAATTCATCCCATTAAGTCCACTGAAAATTTCGCACAAAATCCGACAGACAATGCGCAATCCAAGAAAACCAAATCTATTATTTTGTGGATATTGCTGATATTAGTTATCGTAGGAATAATCTATTACATTTACAAAATGTCAAAAGGAGGCAGTTGTAAATCATCAGTTTCAGGTGGACAAACTTCACCTTCCTTTGGACTGGCACCTGAACCTTATGAACAAATGTTTGGACATTTTACAAACATGCGGCCAGTTAATGCATTCAGACAACCTAAACATTAACTTTATTTTAGTGAAAGATGATTTCATTGAAATAAAGCTAAAAAATTTTGGTTTGCTAAAATAATTATTTCAACAAATCAAAATTCTAAAAAATTTTTGTTTGTTTCAATTATTATTTCAACAAATCAAAATTCTAAAGAATTTTGGTCATCAACCAGGGTGCCCAAGTTTCATGTTTGAAAAAACTGAAACTAATGCACTTGGCAGCAAGTGACATATTTTCGTAAATGGATTGTTCATGTTCATTTAGCTTTGTAACAAGTCCATCAATTTCGATTTCCAGTTGGTCAACTTGCATTTTGGTTTGTTCGTAAAGATCAGCGAGCGAATTTGTATGTACTGATTTCATTCTTGTGGAAAAATTTTCGGAATACTGATCTCCCATTTCGTCTTGAACTGTGGCAGATAACTTTTGTCGCTTGTAATTACTCTTAATTTCATTTTTTCTTACAAGTTCAGCATCGCGAATCGCATTAATTTGCGAAATTTTATCACCGATCAATTTTCTGGTGCGAAGAATTATCTTGTTTTCATCTTTAACCAAAAGTAAAGTTTTAGATAGTTGATCAAAGTATGTTATTATCATACGCTTGACGTTAGTTTCATCTTCAAAAGCCACGACCATAATCCACCACATAATAATATTAACAATCTGATTTTTGATTTTAGTATCTTGTCCATAAAAACCACTTTCCAAAAATTTATCATCTAAATCTTTGCACCACTTTTGAAGTAAACCTTTCAATTCGATAATTGACTTTTTCTTTTGATCCATATTTTCGGCAAGCAATGCAAAAGATTCTCTGACAACGGCATCTTGTTTTTCACTTGACAAATCTTTAACAGAACTACCTTGTTCAAACCATAACAAATCTTTTGATGCGGAATGTGCTTTCAATTTAAGATCATTGAATACTTTTTCAAGAAATTTGTTCAGGCCAATAATAACATTAGAATTAAATGCCATTGTTGTCAAAATTTAACCGATGCGGATAAGCTAATACTGATAACAAAATTTCTTTAAATGACGTTCTGTGAATGCAATTTTTATTTACAAATGCAATGTTTGTAGATAAAAATTATAAAATTACATAAACTATCATCTAGACAGGCACGGTATCAATTTTTTCTCCTTCAGGCTTTGGTGAAGAAGTTCTGATACCGCGAACGTCATATTCAACAGATTCAATATCTTCAGGCTTTTCAGGACTGGTTGTGCTGATATTAAATCTGTCGAAACCTGATCCAGCCAGTGCTGATTCTGTAACAAATCTCAATGTTTGGTTGAGATCATAAGCTGAGTTTCTCAAAACTTTGAAAAGGTTTCTGTAAGAAATCTTGAAATTGTCTGGAATGGCATCCAAAAGTTTCTTATCGTATGTGCTGATTGCATCCATATCGAAATCCTCATTCAAAGGTTCCTTGCGTTGAGTAGCTCTCATCTTGATAGTTTCACAAATGGAATCCATCCAATATCCGATCTCGTTACGACCGACCTCATTGAAGTGGAATCTGGTGAATCTTGATCTCAAAGCCTCATATTTAGCAGTGATATCCTTCTTACCACCGAAAGAGAACATCTTTTCGAAGTGGTTGGTATTGAAAATCAATACGTATCTTCTGCTGTCAGGCAAAACATGACCATCAATGAGCTTGTAAAGATCGTCCATAAAGTCGCATTTTCTGGTAAGGCGCAACTCATTTTCTTCCTGTTCGGTCATTTTCTCGGCTTTAGTTGTAGCTACAGGCTTACCATCTTTGTCAACAGTTTCCTTTGTAACACGAGCTTCCTCGCGTTTCTTGTTAATCTCATGCTCAGTGGCAGAGTCAAGGTACTTGTCGACCTCATCAAAAACAATCAAGACTTGCTCTTCGCCCTCGAATGATTTATCCTTTGTGGTTTCAATAGTTCTTTCCATGGAACGAATCATGTCCAAGAATTTTGAGTTCTTAGATTGAACCAAGTTAAGCAAAAAGATTCTATGGAAAACGCCCTTAGCACTAATGTAAGAAGCGAAGCTTGTCTTACCAGTTCCTGGCTTACCATCAAAGTTAATGGCCAATGGAGTGGTAGGTGACTTAGCAAGTTCATTGTAAGTCTGAGAATTCTTGAGAATTGTCTCCAATTGTTGATAATTCTTGGTAGAGAATGCGTCAGTGGGACGAATTTGCTCAGCCTTGAACATGGCAGATTCAGCATTAGTCAATTGAAGTTTGAAAACTTTGGTAATTGAACCATGGGTGTGCTCTCTGTGTTTGGTCAAAATATCACCCTTAACAAAATCAATAACAACACCGATTTTAGGAACACGGATATCAATTATCTCGGCAGTGATAAATACCTTAACCAAGTATCCTCTGTAATTCAGATAATAAGTTCCGGGGCGATCCGCAAAGATACCCTTGCTTTCGAAGAAAGGCTTCAAAGTATCTTGGGAGATGAAATTGCTTTCACCTGAACACCACTTCTTGTCACCTGAAATGCGACGGATGATAAATGATTCCTCACCGTATTTGAAATACTGAACCAAATATCTGAAGTATGAAGCATCTGTTAGCTTCATGCTATCAAGATACTTAGTTCCATTTTCGAAAACGTCCTTGAATGCAATCGCTGCAGCAGTCTTGACTGCCATCTTAGGAATATCCTTAAACGTTACATCGTTAGCAAGGACGTGATCGAAAAACTTGCTGACAATAGCACCATTGCTGGCTTCTTTTGCCAATTTCAAGTACTCAGCGTTGGTAGGTCCACTAGATCCGTTATCCTTTTTGTCAGACATGTCGTATCAATAATCAACGATAGAAATTTTATGGTCAGCAGATTTCCGCAAAGCTTATATTCTCGAAAATCAAGTCGATTCTACAAGAATTCCACTTGCTGATACTGGTTTGTTTTGTATAAATCTATGTCTGGCTGTTTATTTTTCAATTTTTTTTCATTATTTATTTGAAACCTCGCATAATTGTAAGTAGGAATGTTTACAGGGTTTCTAAAGACTATAGGAAACTATGGATTGGATGGAGCAAATTATATGGCGACCAAAATAATTAGCATGATTTTGAATAATTACGGCCCAAAATTGTTAAAAATCGATTCAGCAAAATTGATTGTCGAAAATATTTGTGATCAAAAACAAAATATTTTCAAATTGGGCACATTAGAATTCAAAGAACTTAGGCAGGAATGGTCCAACTCAACCATTGTCATAGAAAGATGCACAATGTCAAATCCTGTTATTATTGTGCCATGGAAAAATATTCTAACAGAACCAACCGAAGTCACAATATCGGACATCGCAATAAATGCATCTGTTGTAAAAACACCAAAATCGGCACCAAGAACAACAAATTTAGAAGATTCTTATCTGTATGCAACACCCATGAAATCTGTTGATTTACCATCGACTAATACCGAAACTTTGAAAGCAAATAACATTATCCAAATCTACAATGAAGTAAATGAAATTTTAGAACAATATTTTCAAAAAGTTAATTTGCAAATTGACTTACTTAATTTTTATTTGGGTTCAGTCAAAATTATTTTTAATGATGTGCGTTATCAAAACAGAATTGCATCCATTAAGTTAATCGAAATCATGGAAATTGGCACAATCGAAAATGTAATTTATGATTTGGAAAAAGAAATTTTGGATATTCAAAATATTGAAATTAATCACGAACATGAATCTGTTATGATGGTCATCAAATCGCTTCCAAAATTATTTTTGCAAACCAAATCTTCACAACCTAGCACAACAAATATTTGCATCCAAATCGCAAACTTCAAATGGGTTGGAATTTTGTTAACGTGGCAAATTGTATTACATATTAAGGGTGACAATATTATTCTACAGAAAATTTCCAATATCGAACTACCGTCTGTTTGTTTGCTGACTGTTAATTCAACAACATCTATTCTGGAGTTCGCAAATGGTGTACTGATTTTTAATTCGGTATTAAACGCGAGAATAGGCTCGAACGAAAACGTTATCTCCTGGTATCAATTGGCAAAAATGTTCGCAAATGAGTTAATTCAACACTTATGTTGGGATCTCGAAAAAGCTACTGATTTCAAGGCCAAATTTTTGGATTTGCATATTGTCAGAGCTTTAGATGGATCTGTCATCGATATTGCTATTGATGAAATCAGTTTACATGATTCCTCAATAATCATTAATACGTTGCGAACCATATACAAAGGTGTTGTAACAACTTCGGCTAAAATTACTTTTACTGATGGCGTGGTGGAAATTATTGATTTAAATTCCAAGACACTGAATACACTAAACCACCAATTATGGACATTGTTGATCGGCAACTTGTCTTTTAACATTGAGTCACCGCGAAACATTGGAAAAAGTCTGACTTTACACATAACTCGAGGACAAGTATCTCGTTTAGAAAATGTTGTTGCATACATTTTGGACGTAGTTGCCGATGTTAAGACCATCGTAGCTGCAGATGAACTTTCGTCAGAACCACCGGTCAAAATTAACCTTTCGCTGACCGATTCGAAAATACACCATATTCAGTCAGATTTTAATTTTGTTCTTAACGTGCAACAAGGTCAAATTAATTTATCTGATTTGGAATTGCTTGATGTCAAAATGGAAATACTGATGTCTAGATTAGGCGGAGATGTTATGATTTGCAGTTTGAATGCGAGTTTTATGTCCAAAACCTTGGTTGATATCGATTCTATCAAATTGTTTGTTGATCCAGAAATATTTGATGATTTGAATTACATTTTTGGAACTTTACCAAAAGCAGATTCAAATCATGAATCGGTCGATAAAAAACCATTTGATCCCGAGAACTTAAAAAAATTACAACAAGCTTTGCAATCAAGTAATCTGTATGAGAACCCGGAAGATTTCCAAAAAAAATTAACGGAATCTGCGGCCCCTATTGTCAAACTTTTGGAAGGCTTTGGATCTGAATTGACGACAAATTACAGCCGAAAGGCTATCGGATTTCCGTTAGGTGATCAAGACAGCCGGAAGGCTATCGGATTAGCTTCAGATAATCAAGACAGCCGAAAGGCTGTCGGACTTCCATCAGAAAATACGTTTGCGCTAAATATTAGATCTTGTCATTTGTATTTGTATGGATCACTTTATGCAATGCGAAAACAGAATTATTTTGTATCTGTGGTGTTAAGAACAATTTCTTTAACACGAAAAATATCCATCGCTCATGAACTCGGTGACAGTGTCTGTATCAAGATTCACGAACCAGGTTTATTTGATGGAATTGATCAATCTGTGCAAAAAACACGCGAAGATTACACGTTTGTTATTAAAAGTGGGATAGTTCTTGATGCTACGACAGAAGATCCAAATTGGAAATATTTATTAAAGTTCAACAACAATAATACGTCGCAGGGCGAACAAAATCTCATAAAAATTCATGCTTACAAAATGCAATCAATGTTATCTATGGAAGTTTGTGTTGCAAAAATTTCTGCTGCAATTCGTGAAGAAAGTTTTATTAAATTATTGTCTTTCATATCAAACTCTCATAGGAGACCCCAAACATCAGAGCCGCTATACATCACACAATTCCAGATTAACACAATAAATGCTGAAATTAGTTATTTACCTGCAACAATAGAAAATTTAACAGGCTCAGATATGTTGTCTTTCAAAAATATGAATCTTGTGTTGAAATCTCAGACAATCAGAAATCAAAATGATTTTGGTGCTGTTTTTACAATTCTAAAAACGAATTGGCGAGAAGATACATTAAATATATATAACGCCATCAAATTAGTTCCAAGTTTAGGCATTGTCCAACCATATACTTCACCTGCAACGCGAATGGCGTATATTGTCGGATCTTATTTAGGAAATGCCGGGAACAAACTTAAATTACGAGAATTTACATACAGTTTAGCTGGTGGAGTAAATTTTGTTGGATCACTTGCATCTAGAGGCATTAATCACATATGGGATTTGTTTAAACGCGATCAATAAAAATATCAACATATACTAAGAATGTCGTCGTCAATGAATAAATTCATTTCATCCGAGGGTCTTCAACCGTCATCAGCACAAAATCTTGCGCGTTGGTACCCGACATCAGCCGAACCATATGGACCTCTACCACAACAAAGTTCGTACACTACATCACCTTTGCCTGGAGCATCAAATACAATTTATGTAACACGTAATGGTCAACCATACCATGAGGTTGCTACAGCCTACCAACAGATTTTGCACCCGAGTTCTGGTATTCATATGATTCCAGTATCCAGCTCGACCTATGCTGCACCAAATTCAGCTAGTTCTGTCGGGTCATCAAATTCGACAGGATCAGGAAGTTCCTTTTGGGTTAACATGAAAGGGCCTATTGTGTACCCAATGAATCAATCTATTCCTTCACCATTCCATCAATCTTACATTGATGCATATGCAGGAAAAACTGGCAGGTACATGTATTAAAAATTTTATTAAGAATAAAATTTTTAATGCACTTAAATGCGATTTGAATATCCCATTTTACATCTAAAATAAAACAAATTTTGAAAAAAATTGATTCGGAAATTATCAGCAAATTGCAAACTAATATCATCTTATTTTAGTTGAAATGAACCCATATGGAGTAAAGCTTGATACTCGTCGTGAAACTATTAAATTTGATCTAAAAAGCAAAACATGGCGCGATTTTATAAACAAACTAAAAGAAAATCACAAACATGATTTCACTATAAGTACACATTATGGCAAAAGAAATTATGCACATGATAGCGGTGCCACAAGAAACTTTTTTGTCAAGATGTGGGATCAAATGATGATTGATTTAGGCTCAGTTGACAATTTTTATTTTAACATTGATCCATTAAATGATTTTTGGATTGATACACTAAATTTAAGAGCATTTGTTCACATGATAGCATTAACTTTGAAATCAGAGGCAACTATGACCAGACATTTCCATCCAGTTTTTTGGAAAATATTTTCTGGCGCAGACGCTTATGATAATGATATTGTTGAGCTCTATGTTAAGCATGTCGATCCCTTTATTTACAACCAAGTTTGTAAATTAACCGATAAAGAATTTAGCGAAACAGATAGTGCATACAATTCAAAACAGGAGCTTTTCGAATCGATCCTTTGTAAAAATTTAACAGATGCAGATTATGCACTATTTTATAATATTTCTGAATATGTGCCAATTTATTTTGATTTTGGTCATGTGACGAGTAATCTCGATATTGCATTTTCTGGGCAATATGTGCTTGATCCAGATATTATTGTGGATTTATTTGAGTACGAGAAATTTAATCAAGATAAAATCGCTTTGTGGAAAAAACTAGTAAAAAGTTTGAACCAAACTGAACTGAGAAACATGTTATTGTTGTTTGGTTCAAGTTTGAGGACGTTTAGTGTTAAATATACATTAATATGCGAATCAATTGATTCCGATCACATTGAACATCATCTGAAAATTTTTGTTTGTTCGCGTAGAATTAAAATTAATGAACGATTGTTAGAAAATTATAAAACATTATCCGCGGTGAAATTATATTTTGCGGATTCGCAATCAGAGATCATATCAGATTCACAAGCAGCTATTCATTCGCAAATAGAATCAGATAGCGACGAGGAAGAGTTTATTGAACCAAATTTTCAGGAATCTTCAGATGAACAAGATTTCGTATTGTCTGATGATGAAATCACTGACAGCGAAGAAGATTTTGTCGAACCCAATATTTCGGAATCATCTGACGAAGATAACGACTCCAATGTTATAAGTGACATTGATAGTGATGCAAGTTTTAATGATAGCGATAGTGATTGAATTAACCAATAATAAACATTAGTGGTTAATTTGTAGTTACTCGATCTCTTCGATGTCTCGTGGTTACTCGATCTCTTCGATGTCTCATAGTTATTCGATCTCTTCGAGGTCCTCCTCAAGATTATCATCCAAGTCGTCCATGTAATCCATTCTTTCGAAAATGGTGTCAATTTTGTTTTTTTGTTGTTGGCGTTGTCGTATAATATTTTGGACGGGTTCCAAATTCAAAAATTGTGCAACAATTTCTGCTTTGCGTTCACTTATGTTTGATGAATTTTGTTCATTGGTTCTCGGGGAACCTATTTTATCCGCTGCCAAACTATCAAAAAGATGTTGCAGAAAATCTGTTAATTTTTCAAATTTAGTACACAGATTACAAAGTGCTTCTAGATAGGCGGTCATGGTGCGCACACTGGTTGTAGGTAAACACATTAATCCTGCGAAATCTGTTGATCTCATTTTCCAAATAATTGTTTTATCAAACAGATTCCATATTTTGATGTCGATGCTATCATTTTGCACAAATTCTTGGAAAAAACTTCTAAGGTAATCCATTTTGTAATCGGGTGTTATGGCTTTTGAAACCTCATTTGGATAATATTTAATAAAAACATGGAGCAATGCTGTTGTCATTTGCGATAGTAAATTTTTATCTGTGAATGCAAAATTATTATTGGAAAAATAAAACTCAATATTGTAATGGAAAGAAATTGCGCACATCGAATTTTTAATTAAGTTATTTTCTTGAATGGCAACGCGGGCAGCTACCAACCCACGCAAGAAATTTTGGTTTTCAAACATGTCAATCCATGCACTATTTTTCCTAATCAATGCAATAATGCATTTCATAAAAAGTGGATCAACAAAGTGATCCACTTTTGCTTCGGTTGGACTTGTTTTTGAACCTGCACAATCGAAATTTGGGAAAGCATAATTTTTTGTGTGTTTTTTGTGTTGCTCAAAATATGAACTCCCTGGTGGAACATATGGTCTGTTTGAAGACATTTTCAGTTCTTAATGTAAAGTTTGCGTTATTTATTTAGGTTGATATTTGTGAATCAAATAATTACTCTAATATTTTGCAAAATACATTGCAATCTTAGTCAGATCATCAAATCTTTCAGATAAAATTTTGGATTGATCTTCGAGTTCAGATAAATAAGCACTAATGTCTAAAACTCGCCATTTGTTAAACCATTTTTGTTCGTGGTTGAAAATTTTTCTTTCGAGATTTCCCAACAAAATTGTTATGTTGGTTATTGTTTCATGAAGAAATTCCAAACATAATTCAACGGGATCTGTTGTTAATTTTGCATTCACATTTATGATTGATGATATTTCTGCTTTGGATATATCATCTAATGCAAGAGTTTTTTGAGTACTTTTATTAATTTTTCCGAGAATTGCATCAAATAATTTTAAACGGCGTTCGATATCTAATTTTTTCAGGACTCTATCTGCGTCAGGATTTTTATGTGTGTAAACTGATTGGACAACAGCAACAGTCCCCATTGTGACTGCACTAATTGTTCCAATCAAACCCGAATATATACCTTGAGCTAACAGTGTGTAAGGAATAAGAGCCGCCATTTTGATCTACATATTGGCAATATTTTAATCAAAATATTTTAGTTGTTGCTCAAATAAAATATTTTTCATTGCAAACGATAGACAGTTCCGCTAGTCAAATTACCTTGTTTAATTACAGTAACAGGCTGACCGTATTTCAAAGCACAAACATTGCTAGTGGAATCAAATGTCCATTGTGTCGTTTGATCATCAGCAATCGCAGCATTACGACAACCATTAATAGTTGCAGTATTCAAAGTGCGATCTGGTTGAGACACCCAAGAAACTCCTCGCATCGTTGTTGAGTATCTACCATTATCAGGTTGGTTGGCGGTTATGGAATCTTGTGAACCAAATGGATTTAGTTGATTTAATTGATTCCCTTGGAAAAGTGAATTTTGTTGATACGGAACAGGACCATATGAGTTCGCAGCAACGGGTTGGGCGGCAAAAGCTCCCCAAGCACTATTTTGATCTCTGACAACAAAACCAGTTACCTGAGTATCATAAGGACTTAAACCTGGTTGTTGGCCTCCACCCATCCATGTCGGTTGTTGATAAGGAGTTAAACCACTGGATCCAGGAGTATCCCATCCACCCCAAGATCCAGGAGTGAACGCGGTTGGTGGCATTTGTTGTTGTTGTCCGGGTCTGAAACATCCCGATTGCCATTGGTTTTGTGGAGTAGCAGATGGTGCACTAATTGGTCCACCAGATGGTACACCAGAAGGAAATCCATTGGGTGTGGGTACAGTTGGTACAGGTACGGTTGGTGTTGGTGTACTAGGCACTGTTGTGGGCGTATATGGTATCGTTTGTGGTTGAGTGGAAGGCACAGTTGGTGTGGGCATAGTTGGTGGCAAATTAGATGGTTGGTATCCAGTTTGAGCTGCATTTGGATCAATAGAATTCACACTGGTACTACCTTGCACTTGTTGTTTAAAATCATTGTAAGCAGATCCAACTTTTTGCAAAAAATTTTGGACTTGATCTGTTGAGCCACCATTTTGGAAATTAGGGTTCTGGGCTAACCAATTCAACAATGTTTGATAGTCGTTCGACATGATAATCTATATATGTATTAGATTCGTTTTTGACAGAGCCAGATTGGTAAACATGAATGTTAGAGCAAAGTTGTTGCGTACAATGATCCGACTACAGTCAGAGCAATACTAACAAACAACGTTCCATAAGATTGATATGGTTTATTGAAAATGTAAGCTTCATTTGGATTTTTGGGATTAATTCTGATATCAACTTTTGCTCCAGGTTTTAGGATAGATTTTTCGAGATCAGGAATGGCTGGGTTGTCACTCCAAGATTCATCATAAGATATTCGGTTGCTGATATAATTTGTATTTCCGACTCTGTAAACGAAACTTGCTCTAGTCCTGTAGAAATATTGGGTTTGAGATCTGCCGAGCAAAATTAAACTGTAAGTATTTGTCTCTGTGGAAGTTTCTGCGACAACATTCACAATTTGTCCACCTTCATGAATTATTGGCCATGTTGCAATTTGGTGAATTTTGTATACGGTATACAATTCAGTTATCATGTAAACCAGTCCAATAATTCCCAAAAATATGACAACAATTCCTCCAATTGACTCGGCTAAACTTTTTGTTTGCTTTTGGAGAACGTCAACGCCTTCTACTGTTTTGCTATAGAAATCATTATTAGTACTCATTGTATCTGTGCTCATTTAGTTATACTTGATAAATTTTTCTACTAGTTTAGCTATTGATGGTTATTTCCTGCCACAAATATAAGTGACATAGAATCTACGCAATGGCGCAAAGGAATGATGAAAGCAGAAAATGCGCACACAATGTTCTTCCAACATATGCTGAAATTGTTACCCAAACAAAGGCCGATGCAGAATTAATAAAATCAGAAAATGTTGATATGGAATCCAAAATTGAAATCAAAATTGCTTTTCATTTTATGGCTGTCAAATCAACTTATGAAGCACCTCGAGTTCAAATTCAAATTAACCATATTATGCAAAGCTTGAATTTTGATTTTAATGCGAGTCGTGAAGCCAAACATTCTTCGTACAAAATTATTATTAACGATATTTTTGGAGCAGAAAATGATAAAGCAAAAGCATATCTTGATGAAAAAGCGATGCCTGAAGTTCAAATTGCAAACATCAAATTTTCCCTTGGACAGATTTATTTTTATCCGTTAGATCAAATGCCAACGACACTATCATCTGGACCAAAACTTCTAAAAGATTTTATTAGTGCGAGTGGCGCTGGAGCATTATTTCCTGATAAAGTTTTGAATATTTGGGTTATGGATGTTCCAAATATATTTTTAGGCTGGACCAGCTTCCCATGGGATGAGTTAAATAGCCATCATGGTATTATTATTAGTAGAGAAGCATTTTTCCCGGAAGTTGTTGGTGAAGTTTATTTTTCTAATTTCAAATTTCTTACTCATCACGTTGGTCATTATTTAGGATTACCACATCTTTCAGAAGAAATTAAAATATTCAACCCATCAGACAAATTAGCTAATGCCAAGTTACATACAGATCCTGAATTTAACCCAATATTGGCGAACTTTATGGATAATACTGTGGATAAGTATGTTTGCCTTTTCACCAAAGACCAGGTAAAAACTATGCGCAGAAATATTTTTCATTATCTGCCAGATTTGAATTTTTTGATCAATAAAGTTGAGTTCCCTAAACCATTGTATGATCCGATTTCAGGAGCTATCCATGAAAAAGTTGCCGCTGTGATTGGTCAATCTAGCCAATCTGAACCAAAAGTTGCACCTAAAATACCAGACCAGCAACAAATACAGCCCCAGGATTATCGACAACAATTTGGTATGCAAATGGTTCCGCAAAATTACATGTCCGAATTTGAAATGGAACAGCTAGCAAGAACTCAAGCTTATAATAAACATTTATCAACACTTGCACCAAATTTAATGGCAACCACAAACTCAAAACAAGTTAAAAATCGTGAACAACTTATCGCAAATATACAAATGCATTTGCCGCAAAATACTACATTAGAAACTCCTGATGCAGCACATGGACCACACATGCCTACAGCAACATCTGCTGCAAAAGAATATCTTAGTTACAATTCAAAAGATGGTTATGCGATGTTACACCCATGGGATTCCAGTTATGGTGAATATTATGGAAAATATGGTGAAGATTTTGCAACACAGGTGGCTGCCCAAAGACAACAACAAATCCAACAATCTTATCAGGAAGCTGCTGCAAGAATGCAACAACAGCAACATCAACAGTATCAACAATATCCGGGTATTTATCAACACCCACAACAAATGTACCCACACGCTTATGGATATATGCAACAAGAAAATGGTTTTAGACAACAACCTAACCAACAATCATATGGAACTCCTATGCAACATCCGCAGATGCAACACCAACATACCTTCCAACAAAGTCAACAAGGCCAACCCAACCAACATGGTCAACAATATCCACAAGAGCCAATTTTTCGCAACACGAACGGCTACGGACAAAATCAATCACCAAATTATCAATCACATAGTCAACAATATCAACAACATCCACTAAATCACAATCAACAGATTCCAGAGCAATTCGGTATGAATCATGACGACAATGGATACGGTATGTATCAAAATCAAGGATATGGCAACCAAAGTATTAATCGCGAGTTTCCAACCACTGGAACCCCCCATTCAGCCTTTAATCAAAATGCCAACCAAAACGGTCAAATATTTAGGCAACAATCGCAAGATTATCGACCAGAGGTAAGACAATCGCAAGATTATCGGCCAGAGGCAAGACAATCGCCAAATTATCAAGTGCAACCAAGCCAACAACAAGGTAATTATCAATCTCCATTTAAACAACATTATCAACAGCCGGCAAATCATATGCAACAGCAACACCAACAATCTCAACAACATCAGCAACATCAGCAACAACAAAAAAAACCAATCCAGATTACTCGTCCAACAGTTTCACCCATAGATCAAGTTAGAAAACGTGAGCAACAACAACAACCTATTCATCCACGAATTGTTGATACTCACGGGTACCAAACTGATGGATCAGCAGCTAATTATGACCGTCGGTACACAGGTGTTCAGGGTTACCCATCGAGTCCACTCACGGCTAATCCTGAACGTCGACACGTTGACGTTCAGGGTTACCCAACTGATCCATCAGCGGCCAATCCTGACCGCCGGCGCACCGGCGTTCAGGGTTACGCTCCGCCTGAAAGAAAGACCTTCACTCGGTCTCAAGTCTTAGATGCTTCAAACAATCCTCCTGAATCAAGACCTGATTTAATGCAACAAATGTCAAGAATTGATAATCAATATCGACAATTAGAAACTCTTTCACAAAAAAAACCCAAACGAAAGGTAACCGATGTTTGATTTATCGCAAACTCAAAATCAAACATCAATTAGGTCGGGCCGTTATTGATGTTTAATTTATCGTAAACTCAAATCAAACATCAATTAGGTCAGGCCGTTATTGATATTTATAAAAAATTGATTAATTTAATCACTACCAAGTGATTAAATTAATTAAACATTAGTCTTACTTTTTGAAGAAATGGGTCAAGAAAATTCAAGAAGTCAGCGCGCGAATTCGATTAATAGCGAATACAAACTTTTAACACAAATTCCATCCAAAAGGGTTGAAGTGACAGATGGATCAATGAATGGTGTACACTCTCCAGAAATGTTAGATGCTAAATATTACTTCAATAAATTGAAATCAATACTTGTTGAACGTAAGCAAAAATCAGATCGCAATTTTATAACAACAGAAAACTCAAAACCAATTTGCATATTTGATAGTGATATCATTAATGGACTCTTGGAGATTGACTATTTTATGTGGATTGAAGTTTTCGATTTGTGGAATGCATCTGTTAACAAAAATAGAGACTACGAACACGCAACGTTTAGTATTTTTACGTGCGAACTTCTCGTTCAACTCATGGCTGCAAAAGGTAATCTGGAAGATGATGATTATGCATTAGGTCGAAAAATTTGTTACGTAATGGAAAAAACTAATTGTCATTTTACTGCTACTATCTTTTACGTACATCATAAAAGTGATAATTTTGTTATGCATGTTCTTGTTAGAGATTTGTCATTGGATAATTTTGACACACACACAAAATTTCTTGCATACATATTCGAAAATAACTCCCAGACAGAAAAAGCCAGTATCAAATACAGATGGGTTTATATTTCATATTTGATGAAAACTAAAACTTTGCGTGAATATTTTATCCATACGGTGAAAACACAAAATTCTCCAATGGAAATTTTGTGTTCAATGTTAAAATTTGGCTTCGATACAGACAAACAATATCAAAAAATAATCAATGCGTGCATTGAAGAATTTGATGGAGTTTCTTATCCAGATGTTATGAGAAGTTTTTTGACTCGAGGCTACATAACAAAAAGTATTGATGTGCAAACAGATATTTTCAATAAAATATTAAGTAAATGTGGTAGTGTAAAGTTTAATTTTGGAGTGTTTGTTCCAAGAATGTCTGTTTGTGCAAATCCAATAATTGTCCAATTTATGATTGACAATGTAATTTCAGAATATGGTTTGATTAAACATGCACTTAAAAATGGCAGTTATAATGCACTTCGAACCATAATATCTGTTACAAAATCTGATACGATTAAATCAAGTGGAGAATATGGACATTGTTTTAGTTTTGGAGCTCTGATTAATGATTACATAAAACTTAATGCGGGTTCATGTGCTGATTTTTACATGGCATACTCTAAATACATGACCTCACAAAATCTCAATGAGATTATTCACATTGCAATTGAACAACCAAATTCCACCGCTGAAACAATTCAAATGTTTGTGGATGAACTCAAAAAACGTGGTATTAAGACTGATACATCTCTGTTTGTTTGTTCGATCGAAGCTAAAAATAAATTTGGTAAAATTTTGTCTGAAATATACAACCATATTGCGACCAAATAAAAATTGCAAACATAATCTATTTGCAAAGATTAGATATTGGATAAATTATTCTCTGACATCTAAACTCTAAAGAATGGGCCAAGAACAATCAACAGAAAGTTTCGTTCCTTTGCTTACTACGAATGAACAGTCCAAAAACTCTTTTGCGGAAACTCCAGGAAATCCAGGAAATCCACAACAAACTGCATCACAAGGCAAAACCCTTGAGCACTATGTCAAACTTCTAACCAAAACAAAAAGTCGTGGTGAGAAATTTTCTTCCAATTTTTTCATTTTGGCGGGCGAAACTAAAATACCGCCCAAGTTTGACACAAATCTTGCCGATGAGTTTATTGCAGTGGACTATGCAATGTGGGTTGATGCAATTGATCAGTGCCTGAGACAAACATCTTCAGATGTTAATATCAAAGCAGGAATTTGCGAGCTCCTGACTGAAATGATTGCTCGTGATCCTGAAAAAATGTTTACTTCGTCTTTGGGGAAAAAAGTTTGGCATGCAATTGTTGCCATAAATATTGCGAAACTTTGCAATGCAAGATACTGGATTTTGTACAGATTACGAACTGATATTACCCTCGATAATTTCGGACTTTATGCCAAAGTGTTCAAATATTTGGCTGATGTGAGTCCTCATTTGAAGGGTTGTGCTTGGTTTAAGATTGCGAATTTTGTTGCCGAAGATAAACCATTGCAATCACTGATTATTAAAGCAATTGGTGAGCCAACAAATATTATAAATTCTTTGATGTGTTACAAATATGATTCAGACAAGGCATTTGAGAAAATAGCATCGGCATGTATTGATAATCTCGATGCTGAATGGAAACTCATTATTAAGCAATTCCTAGCTGGAGTGCACTATTACACTCCATCTGATGTCAAAATTCAAATTAAAATTTTCGAAAAATTGCTCTTTCAAACAGGTTCATACGGATATTTTGATTTGAGTTCCATCTGCCAAGATCGCGATTTGGCAAATATTACACTCAATACTAATATTTGCAAAATTCGTTATTTTGCTGAATTCTACATAAAAAATGGTGCAGGTGCATACAAATTAATGTCACATGCAATGACAGTTGGTTCACATGCCATGTTTGAAACTGTGCTTGCTGTGAGTCCCGACGTTTTGTACCAGCAATCGCATGTTAGGGATCATGCTTACAGCTTGAAATTGGTCATGCGAGATTACATCAAAAGTGGCAGATCCAGTGTCCAGTTCTTTGAAGCTCACAAAAAAATCATGCATTCAGAGAGTCTTAATGAACTCATCCATGTTGCGATTGAACATCCTGATTCCACAACTGCTGATATTGGAGCATTGATTGAGAAATTCCCAAAAAGTGGATCTGTTGAAACAACTGAACAAAGTCCGGACATTTTCACTTGCAGTCAACAAGCTTATGACAAGTTCGGTGCTATCTTGTCGAAGCGTTACACTGTTATTAAGGTAAATTAATTTTTTCTAAAAATATTAGAAAAAATTAATTTCGGTGCCTAGTATCTTCTTTGACCGAACCAAAATTCAACTCAAATTCTTCAACATCGCAATTAAAAGCATTTTGACCTTCAGGAACGGGTTTGTATTCGGAGTTATCTTTATCAGTTTTACGAAGAATTTCCATAAAATCTGGTGCGTATTTTGTGGTGAGTTTATCAATTTGCTTATTTACAAGCTCCATGTGATCAGATGTTTCAGAATAAGTGATATCCATGTGCACCGTTAAAGTCATCACGAGTAATTTGCTCAACAAAATGTGTGGGCCATATGAACAAAATTGCAATATAGAAGCAAACTCAGAAACTGTTGTGTCAGGAATTTTGTTTTGAAAATTGTTAGAAATCTTGTTAAATGTATTGTTGGTAACAGTAACAATACATTTTGCCAAAGCTCCGGTGTTGTCTTCTGTATAAAAATCTGGACCAACTACACTGTAAAGTTGTCTGGCATGGTCTCTTATTATGCTCGAAATGAAATCCATAGATTTTGTCATCAGCGATACAAAATCTGGTGTAAGTGTTTCAGCTGAAACAGGTATTTCCATTAGATTTTCGTAAGCAGGCTCATGATGTTCAGCCATCTTGTTCGTTGCAATAGTAATTAATTCAGGATAAGATTAAATGGCTTTATGTTGGCGCAATTTTTAAAAATTGCAGTCTTGAATCGCTTGTTGGTATACTGAGACTTTTAATACTAGTCCTTTGCACAAAGATGGGTCAAGCTGAATCTTCAGAATCAACACTTCCATTATTGGAAGTTGGATTAACACCAAAACCAACAGAATCAGCAGTTCCATCCAGAACCAATTCTAAAGGAATCGAGTTACTACGAGACTCACAAACAAAAGTATCGCCAAAGGAAAAATTAGTGTCACTCTACAAACAGACATATATTAAATTTTGTTCAAACGGCGAACTCAAAGATTTTACTCCTGAAATACTTAACGCATTGCACGAGTTGGGCCAATACATGGTTATGGTCGATTTTGAAGCTTGGGTTGATTTGTTAGATATGCCACTTACAGATTCCAAACAAAAGTTCAACAACATCAAAAAAATGGATTTTGTTTTTGAGTTAATGTTTACCATTTTGTCAGATAGTAGCCACGATTTGGAATTAAATGGACATTCTATCGGTAGTAAAATTCTTTACACAATTAATTTGCCATTTTTTGATGGAGATCGCAATATTGGTGTCAGTTGTATCAACAATGGTATTTTTATGAGATTGCTGCGACGTTTGACGTGCGAAAATTTTATTCCGGTTGCTAAATCAATTGGCTATTTGCTCAGAAAATATCCGACAAATACATTTACTCGTCAGATTATGTCTTGGATCAAACTCTCACCCTATTGCAGTGATATTGATCTCTGCAAATGCATTCTAGATTACATCACTAAAGATATCACAGGTCCACGTTATTCCCCTGGCAATTGCCAATTGATACACACTGATTTTTTTTCGCGTATTTTCAAATACAAATTCGAATCAGAAGAGCTTTTTGAGGAAGTTTTCGATGTGTGTTTAAAAACATTCAATCTGGCAAACACTGATAGCATTTTACAGATTTTGTTAGATTTTCCAGATGACCAACATGCCAATTTTGATCTCAATATTAGAATCTTTAATAAACTTCGCGAAAAAGTTGATTTCACCAAAACAAATGTCAGGGTGCATAAATTAAAAAGAAATTTGTGCGAATCACCAAAATTTGTTGAATTTGTTGTTAAGCTGGGTTATTCAAAATGTGAACTTATTAAGTATGCGATAAACTTTAAATTTTATGATTTTTTTAAAGCAATCACGGAGCATGATTTAAGACCCATGCCAGAAAATCCTGACCCAAGTCCTTTCAGTTTTAAACCACTAATTTTGGACTTTGTTAGAGTGGATGGAAACAAATGCATAGATTTTTTTATAGCTCACGTTAAAATCATGAGTTCAAGCAACATTAACGAACTTATCCATGTGGCGATTAACCTATCAACTACAACAGAATCTGATATCGAGAAATTTTTGTTGGAACTTGAAAACAGAGGTATGATAACTAGTTCAGAGTTCTTTGTTTGCACACAAAATGCATTTAACAGATTTGGTGAACTTCTATCCAAAACTTATGTAAATATCCGAATTGCAGATTGAGCTAAGCTCAGGTCGCAATACGTTATTTTAATAAATGAATGTTTAACATTCATTCATTAAAATTCCAGATTGAAAATTGATTTTATCTTTCGTAAGATGAAATCAATTTATGTCTAACAGCACTTGGAGAAAGCAGCGATAACGGCCTTGATAGCACAAACAACCTTCTTAGAGAATTCACAAGGATCCATGCAGATAGCTTTGATTCTGATGGTGACAGATGCAGGGCTGACTCCAGTCCACGAGTTTCCAATGGAGTCAATGCTAATGCAGCTCTTAGCCAAAATTTCAGTAAAGATTTCAATGCTGGACTTGCAACCATCTCTGCCAGGGATATCAGGCAGAGTAATCTGGTACAAGTTAACCCATTTACCGCAAGAAACTTCAGCCGAGTAGAAAGCATTGTTTGCAACCATAGATTTGATGGTCAAGCCATTAATCTTCATGTCACACAAATACTGGTTCAAGCTGTGGGTCAAAGTCATAACACCACATGCACAGCTGGGAACACCAAGCTTGGGGATAATTTGAGCATCGCAGAAAGCATTTTGCCAAATACAAGCGATCTCTTCAGCTAAACAGTCTGTCATTTCAATGCAACATTTCGGTTTGCAACAAGAAACGGGTTTGCAGCAGGAATTACCTGACGAACAACCACTGCAGCAACTATTATTTTTGAACATAATGCCTATACTAAATAGTTTACGAGAATTTAATCCGAAATCTTACAGGTTAAAAAATTGCAGTTCGCAATATACTAGCAAATGTATATACGTTTATCAAATATTTCTACGCTCCTATAGGAAATTCATAAACTATGGGGTCTGCCATTGCGAAGATGGATGAACGAGAGGCAAACAATCCCAAGTATGGACCAACCTACCAATCATATATAACGGCTTTAACCATCATAGATGAAAATGTGGCAATGGTGTTAAAGAAAGGTGAAACAAAACATTACTACGACCAGAACATTAAAAACGCCGAAATGACATTTGAAACCTGTTTTTATGATAGCATCAGAGAAGGATATTTGAGTATGATTGGGTACTTGGTGGATAATGGACATATTCAATTGGACAATGAAAAAAAATTATTCGCATATCTTAAATCGGCTGCCATGCATGAAAAAACTTCGATTATCAAATACCTAACTCAATATGGCTGTGCATTGCAACTAAAATATATCAACGAATTATTAAACATCGCAATAATATTTGGTGATTTTAATACATCGATGTACCTGATTGAGATGGGAGGTGATCCATATATTCCAGAAAACCATGGATTTTATGATCTTAAAAAAGCATTGATTGTGTACACATATGGATTTTGCGTCAAACCAAAGAAAGAAAGGTGTAGCATGCTGTCGGTCATGACCCACAATGAAAATCTAAGAAAAGGTTACAGCATTTACGAAACTGTAACTAAAATAACACAACAACAAATAACTTTGAACAAAATCTGTACAAAAAATAATCCACTAAAATTTACTTTGAAACCAAAATCTTTGTATGCACAAATGGTTTTGATTTGATGATGTATTTTGGAATCCAGAAATCAAACCAAAATCTTTGCACATGCAGTTTACAGCTCACTTAGGCAATTTTGATTGAAATTTAATTCTACAAGAATTTGTAAAATTAAATTTGTTAACATCTATTATGAAGATTACGCTTCACAGCGTCTGAAAACAAACATTTTGATTTTCAAAATATTTGTTTACATCCACTATGAAGCTTACGCTTCATAGCGTCTGAAAACCAAACCGACTCTCTTAGCATAAGCTGTTAATTTAACACATGGTTTATTCCAAATTAGTTCTTTGCAGATTCTTGTTGGTTTTTCTGATCTAATTTTTTCATAAGTATCACAAATATATTGACCTTGGCGTTCAATTCTGTCATACATGTCTTCATTAGGGTCACCATCGCAGGTTGCAAATATTTCCAGTATGAGTTTTGGAATTCGCAGGACCACATCGAGCGTTGATGATGAATCATCACAAAGCATGCCTATTTGTAAAGTTTCCAAATTAGGCATTTTTACGAGCGCATCAACATATCTTTGATCAAAAACATTTAGTCTCAAACAGTTCAAATTTGATAAATGACCACATCCAAAATTCAAGACTTCAAATGGTCTTGGGCTAACCATCATATCCAGTTCATAAACATTAACATTTGCAAACAAGTTGACACTGTCCCAATTACCCAAGTTAGATCGGGAAATTTTTAATGAATGTTTGCCATCATTTCGTGTGGATATGAATTTTATGTCATCCAAGGAAATGTGCAAATATCTAAACATAAAATTTTCTCCAGTTGTAAAAAAAGTTAAACTTACAATGTATTGTATGTCAGTTGTACTAATTTCATCCAAATGTTTGTAAACATAATTTTGGTTAAATTCAAGCCTTGCAGGACCGCTAAGGTGAACTTTTTTGAGCGATTCTAACTGACCAAAATTGACGTCAATGGGAATATTTTTTGACCCAATTTTTACCGCAGCCAAATGCTGGAAATCGGTAAGACCAATTGGAACTTTTGTATAGGAATCATCATTAGATTGATCAGCTTCATATACAATTGCAAATTTTTCCAGTTGTGGAAACATTTGTACATTTGGTAAAATATATTCGGGATACGGTTTGATATATTGCCATTTTGTTCGTCTGAATTTCAAATTTTTGATGTTGGAAATTATTGATCGAGATGTTTTATGTGTGAGACCAACTACCGTCAGCTTCAGCAAATTTGGCATTTGCACAAGCGATTCAATATCAATCGAAAACAAAACTGTCAATTTGGTTAAATTTGTGTACAAGTTAAAATGACAACAATATTTTGCATAGATATCATTTATGGTTAACTGTTTAAGATTTGAGCTCAGTTGTTTGTCGCGCAGAATATAATTAAAATTATTAGAATACGAATTGTATTTGGATTTTCTAATGGAGGTCAGTGTGTAATCTTTCCAATGCCAACCTCTAATTTTAATATAGGGATCGATTATTGACATTGCGCAAAATAAACTTTTTCCAACATCTGGTAACATAATATTTTTCATCGCAGCGTTAAATTTTGCTCTATGTGATTTATAATGCAAACACTCTAAACAAAATGTTGTAAAGCATGTGACATCGGAAACCGCATAAGTAAATATCTCAGACAAAATTTCCGGTGGAAATGCCAGTACATGCAATTTAGGTTTGTCACAAGGTTCCATATGGAGTGCTATTTCCAAACAATAACAAACTATCTGGAAATATTTACTATCAATTTTTTAATTTAATCATAGATCTACAATTAAATTAAATGCAAATGTCTTCAACTTCGCAATCTACTTCTTGGCAAACGATTGATTTGAGAATCGAAATCAACGATCTAATGCTGCACATCTTTGAGCTTTCGTAAACAGCTTCTTCTTCCAAAGGGATAATAATTTCCTCATCAATTTGGTGAACTGACTGAACAGGAACGATAATTCTTCTGGTCGACATTTATATTGTGTTAATAAATTATCTTAATGTGAACACTGCAGGAAGCTTGTCTTCCGAAAGGATCGAGTCACCACGAGACACTGCAGGAAGCTTGTCTTCCGAAATGATCGGATTACCATAATACTTTGTTTATGTAAACATCAGCAAATTTAGTTGGCAATTTTTTTAGTTACGTTTGTAAATAAGTCCAACTTTCTTAGCATATGCAGTTAATTTAGTACAAGCGGTGGTGCAAGTTATTTCTTGGCAGATTGTGACAGGGTTTTCTTGTGATACTTTTTCATGTGCAATACAAAACATTTCTACAATCAGATTATTATCGCGGACAAAATGAACTTGTGGAATTTTTACAATAAACTCCATGTCATCGTGAATTGCTGAAACAATTCTCTCCGAGGGTCTCACATCCGTTCGACCGTCATCGTAAGTTGAAACAACTTTCTCCGAGGGTCTTCGACCGTCACTATTGTTAATTTTGGTAAATACGTTAATTTTAACTTTTTGCAAAGATGACATTTCTTTTAAAAAATGATAAGACAAATCAACTGTTCTATGGATCGATAATTTTTTTAAATTTGCCAACAATGGACGATTAAGTTCGTGTATTGTAAAAATCATTGGTCCAACTAATCCAGAAATAGATTTAATATTCCAATTTGAACATGCAGAATAATTAGAATAATCGTTCACACCAATATGCAGTTGGTATTTTTGTCCCAAATTTTTTAACAAATTATCAATCTCGCTTGTTATGACATGTGGAACACCACGATATTTAATTATTAAATTTGGATTTGCTATTAAATTTTTGAGATAAGCATCCAATTGATAATTAAATGATATTTTTTGTAAATTTAAAAATGGTGTGTTGAAATCTAAATATACATTGCCTGAGATGTAAATATTTTGCAATTTCTCCAAACCAGATAGACACACTGTTCTTTCGGTGCTATTACCAATTATTTTTAACTTGGTCAAAAATGTCAAATTAGAAATTTCAATATGACGTTCACAATCATCAGATTCACATACTAAAAGCAAAGATTCTAACTCTGGAAACATTATGTCATAGGGAAGAGCTGCACGTTTTGCACACAGGCCAGGTTTCAGTCCTCGGACGTTGAGACCTAAATATTTAACCGGCAATTTCTCAGTGTAGGTTTCACTAAAAATTTTTGCGACATCGAGTTTTGTTAAGTTTGGTAATTGCAGTAAATCTTTCACATCAACAAAACAAGTTGTTTCAAGGCTGACTAATTTTTTCAATTCAAAAACATGATTATCGATAGCTATATGGTCTTGTAATATATATGGTGTATATGTTAGGTGTTTCAGATTTTGAAATTTAATTTTCTGCAAAAAAATATTATTGTATCCAGAATAATCTGTTGTTATGAATTTTCGCAGATATCCTGCAAATTGTGTATCAAGATTTTTGTCAACATGTTGATAAATGATTGTTGGATATTTGAGCAGGATAACATCTAATTTTTGGCGAACCAATGGTGAAGTCCAAAATAGGGCACAAATCTCAATGAAATTATTTAATTTCACCAGAATGAGTATGTCGAATAAAATTTCAACGGGAAAATCTGTTAAGATCATTTTCCACAATAATTCCACATAATCATTGTAAATACTGACAAATTTAATTTGCAATTTTTGTTAAAAAATTGCATTAATAAAGTCTCAGACAGCATTCAAAATATAACTATATTAGTTTCCATGTGCTAAAAATGAGCACAGGATCAATTACAAAATCGTCTTATCAAAATGTTCTCAAAGACAAATCATATCTCAGAGCCCAGCTTTTTGCTGAAATAATTGCTAACTTTACCTATGGACAATTGACTGAAGTTGTAGCGTTTTTGGATCAGAGTCATACTTATTGGACTCCAAAATGGCGCTGGATTGAAAATTGGCAAGCATTGTTGGCAGAGAATCCTAATTATCCAATTAGGCAGATTTTGTGTTTAGTGAAAAAAGTTCCTGTGGACATACTGCCACTTCTAATCCAACAAAACCTAATGGAACAATACAATAGATTTTTGGATCACAAAATAATTCCAATTGAAGACGCGATTATCTGTTTGTGGTCCAAGACTAAATCGAGGTCTTGGGCTGTCAAGTTGCTTGCTGCATATGTCAAGAAGCACGAGATTGAATTCCAATGTTACAATCCGCAAAACTGGTTGCGTGATACAGCTTCATCTTTTGTGGGATTCTGTATTTATGGCATTACGGAAAATTGGCTGAAGTTGGCTGAATACTTTGTTGGATTTATGAATAAGACTGGTCAAACTTTGATTTTGTGTTTGGCTATCGAATACGAAAGAATGGAATTTGTTCGTCATATGTTGAATTTGAAGTTCTTCGAAAGTGCAAATCGCATCCAGCTTCATTATGTTAAAGCCTATCATAAGGTTGCTGGCGCTTACCATAAGGTTGCTGACGCTTATACACTCGCAGAATGTGCGCAAAATTGCTCCAATCCTGAAATTGCATCAGCTGTTTTGGCTGCTATTGATGGCGATAAATGCACATTTGCCAATCCACCACAAAAGGAAAAACAACACAAATCATCCGCACTGCAATGTAAACCACCAAGTTTTCCAAAAAACACACGTAAACAATATTTGCAAGTCGCCAAACCGGAACCTAGTATCATCTCCACGCACGATGCACGTTTTGAAGCAGATTGCGAATTGGCAAACATCATTGCATCAGAATCTTATCGTGAGTTGACTGACAGAGCTACAGTTGGAAAACCAATTGTACCTGTTAGTTTCAATGGTGGAATGGTTTTCATTGCAGCTTGTGATCGCAACAATGTTGGTGCTGTCAAGTTTTACGTTGAACACAGAGAAACTAAATTTTATATTGGGAAAGGTTTGGTTGCCAAAATGCCAAAATTTGAAATTCCTAAATTTGGCTTTGGAAACTGCTGTTGTTAACAACCATCCATTTATTGTTGATCTATTTATTCAACATGGAATCAAACCAACAGATTCAATTATTAAACTTTGCCCAAATTCTAAAATGCTAAATTTGCTTCACCAACAGATTGACAAAAATATCGTCAAAGGTCTAGAGGAACAACAGACTGTTCAAAAATCCATGTTGAACGCAATCATGGATCTGGTTAAGAAAGAATCTTTTGCAGCAATTCGAGATATGGCAATTGTACCATTTTTGGATCTGGCTGATCTTAATATTATTGATTTTGTCATCGGATGCGCTAATATCGAAGTTCTGGATATCTTTATTGAAGCTGGAATGCCTTACGATTGGGATGATGTTGATGCACCGATCGTTCAAGCAGTTCATGCAAATCTACTTTTTTACAAACATTTGGAGCTTAAAATAAAGTGTTTGCGCAAATATCATGCTGAGCCCTTGTACAAAGCTATTGAGTCTAGAAATATTGATATTGTCGCACACTTTGCAAAAACCCGACCAACACTATCAATAGATATTATTACAAAGGCTTTTGATCTTGTTATTGGAGCAGAAACGCAATCTGATTTCATTGCGACGTCGATTTTGCAAGGTCGAAACCTAAGTCAATCTACCAAGGAACAATTTTTGAAAAAGATTTTGGATTTGGGTTTGGATATGCCACAAACGACAGCTTTGCTTCTCTAATTTTGGTTTCTTAAAAATTTTCAAGAAACCAAAATATCTAATCCAATTTATTTTCAAACTCTGCAACAAACCTTGTGATTAACCATCTTACAACATTACGACACATTAATTCCTTTGATGCAGTGTTAAACATTTTTTCATAGAGAACATCAAAATTAATTTTATTGTCCAGCAAAACTTGCATAATATCTTCAATATGAAATTCAGATAACTCATCCAATGCGCGATGTGATTTTAGGACATACTCATAGTGAATGTTGACATCAAAGAACTTGTGCTCAATAAAATCAATTAATGTATCTTTGTATTGCATATGTTCTTTTGCGTCTGACGAATAATATTCCAATTTGAACATTAACGTTGCTTTAGTTTTGGTTGCGATGCTCTCAACCAATTTTGGCGATCGATTAATTTCATTTGGTACATATTTATCTAAACTGTTATTGTGAAGCAGCATTTGTGTATTAAATGTGCTAAGGTTATCACCGTCAGCATAAAGTTTTTCGATAAGATCATCGACTTTCAGATCAACAAATTCAAGCCATTCTTGTATAATAGGGAAATACACATCATTTGTTCCAAGAAGACCATAAGTATTTTCTAACAACATATGTTTGAACTTATCAAAAAGTAGATCAATGGATGCACCTTGGGCTTTAAGATATTCAATTACCAACACAATAGGTTCGCTGGATGGAATTACGAACTCCATCATGTATTCAAGCAATTGTTGGTAATCAACCGAAACCACATTTGTACCAAGAGTTGCTGAAGCAGGTAAACCAGTTGAATCCAAATATTTCAAAATGGATGGCGATATCAAGCACAAATATTTTTCGTCAAAATCAGGCTTTGTGAAAATTGCGCTCAATGTAAATTTTCCCACGATGCAATTGTCTTGATTTATGCAACCGACCATATTTTCAACAAAATCTCGTTCCAAAATCATGCGCTGTGTTCTAATTTTTTTATGAGAATATGGATAAGGGTATTGTCTTGTTGAAGTATTTTTATATAGTCTGAAATCCATTCTCGGCACCAAATCTTTTTTCTCAAAACCAAGTGATTTATGATATTCAAAAAATTCTGGGGCAAAGTATTCCAATAGATAATTTTTGAATATTTTTTTGGTTAGATATTTTGTGCACGGGTCTCGTTTGCACTCGACACTTTCAGAAGACAAGCTTCCTTCAGTGTCTCTATCCGCAAAAGGATCCACGATAATACCACGTTGTAACATTTGCACAGCTAAATCCTTTCTTTTGGCGTGGATGCAAGCGCAAAAGACTTTCAATTTGTTTGCGCCTTTGTTAAAAGGAACTTCAACCATTGTGCTCATAAAATATTGCCACAATTTCTTCGTTGACCTTAACTCACACAACGGCTCCATAAGAAATGGTTTTTGCAATTCCGCATACAAAGTTGGACCAAAATCGATTCCAAGTTCGGCGAGCGCTATCACATCAGATTTTGTTAATGTGACAACATATTTCACCAAATAATCTGTAATTTGTGCAGATACACTTGCGCGGTTATCTTCCCAAAAGGTTGAATGTAATTGTAATAGTTTCAGAATTTGCTTAAAATAATGAACCTCACGTTGCCCAATGTTATCAAAATAAGCTGAACTTGGTTCGATATCCAATAAAATCTTAGTAACAGAACCGCAAGTCAAATCCAAACCCATATCAATTAACTTTTGTAAGCAGCCATTTATTTCCAAATTAACTAAACCTGAACGCAAAACGTAAGCTGAATCGAACTTAGCTTTTAAACTTGCATTTGGCATAATCTTTTCGAAATAATAATTGATATTGATTTGAAAATTGTATTTTCTGATAAAATATATGAATAGCTCAAAGTAAATATTTTCGTCCATTGTGTGAAAAATTTTGGGTTTAAAATTTTTGGATTCAGCAAATACATCCAACATTTTAGTTCTACCACCAATTATTACATTAGTGGCATCACTTGGTAAAGTATATTCTTCGTCGATCTCGTCATGGAAATCATATGATAATTCATGATATCTATCCATACAAAATTCGATAACTTGTTCCATTATTGTAATGGTTTCAATTGTAGTTCCAGATACAATTTGTATGGCGGTTTTTAGAATGCAGACAAGATTTTCCATTTTGAATTTTTTAACCAAAGGATTTGTATCAAATTTTGCATCAAAAAAATTTAAAAACTTTTCAAGATCGTCAATATTCTCTTTTATGAATGTATGTCCTGTGAAATAAATCACGTAATTTTGCAATGTTTCAACAGGTTGGTCTAAAAGTCCATTTGCAACAAAATGATCAAACATTTTCTCCACGGATGTTGATCTATCAAGATTAACCGTAACCTCCAAGTCGTAAATAATTGACTTGGCATATTTTTCATAATCAATCTTCGAAATGCGCATTGATTGGTTTCGAGTTTTTACGTTGATAATCAACCCATCTTCAAGCAGTTGTTCAGCATCTTTCACATAATCATCGATATCATGTAGTAGATAGAACCAAAATAAATTTCGTTTTATTATTTGTTTATCATCGGATTTTTCGTAGAAGTCTGCCATATATTCATCTATTGCTTTGTTCATTTTTCATCAAGAATGAAAACAAGCGCAAATATCATAATATTTGTCATCAGAATAATATGAGAGTATGGTTGTGCAATTTTTCCAAATAATTATTTAGAAAAATTGTCTAATCCAATAAAAATTTGTGTTAAGTTATTCTCTAAGTTGGTTGTAGATAATTTTGGCTTTAGCAGCATAAGCCAGCAGTTCCGGATCGCATTTAGTATCCGTGCGTGAATAAATATATAATTGTTTACAAATTTTCTTTTTGGTGCGATCAGAAATAAAGATTTTCTGGAATGCAGAATCAAGCACATTATTTTCAGTCGTTTTGTCAGGACAATCTGAAATCTTGCAATTATCTTTTACCAAAGATCTGTGAGCACAAATAAACTTTTTGATATCTTCTGTATTCAATGATCCATGGATATTAACAATAGGTATTCCGACAATTAATTCAACAAAAAAGTTTGGTAGTGAATCATTTATGTTATGTAAGGTTAACGTATCTGAGTTTGTTAAATTTATAAGTTGTGCTATTCCATTTAAGTGTAATTGACCCATAGGTCCTACATCCAAACTTAAATTTTTGACTGAATCCAATGTACGACCGGCTGCATACACTGACACCCCAGTTCTAAATTCAACTGATACAATGTTTAACTTTCCAAATGGTTTCAAATCCAAACCATGAATCATACTGAAACGTAACATGATTTTATCAATACGCTGACGTTCTAACTGTGCAATCAAATTTAAATGTAGTTGGCGTGACATAGAACATAAAACATCATACGCATTAAAAGTAATGAAATTGTCCAAATTTGGAACACAATCAAGTCCTATTTCGATAAATTGTGCACGGCGAAAATTTGAGTATACAATTTGTTTATCGAAGATCACAACTGGTCGACCGTGTAATTCTAATTCTTCAAGTTGATCCAATTTTCCTAATGTGACGCCACATGAATTAATTGATAATTTTTTTAGATAGCCCAGATTTCCGATTTTAACATCAGGTTGTATTGAGTATGAATTCAAACCACCGATACTCAAACATATCAAATTCGGAAACACTATATCATAGGATAAGATTGGTGAGTTTGCAGATGGATATTCAAAATTACTAAGCACCACTTTGAGTGTGTGCATTTTTGGAAGAGTTACTTTTGAGTGACAATAAATGTATTTCGCATCCAAATTTTCCAAATTTGGCAGTTGGGCCAAAATTAAAGTGCTAGTATAACTATCAATTTGCAAGCGCAGTAAATTTTGAAAGTTTGACAGTACAGCAAAATTATTACTACGCGCATTACATAATTCTAATTCGCGTACACGCCTTGCAATCAATGGATTCTTTGCCATGTTATAATAATATTTTGTGTACGTAGTTTCGCCCTCAAATGCAGAAAATATAAATCGCCTCGCTGTGATATACATATCAAAATTTGTCATAGTATCGTTACGCCGTTTACATTTATCTGAAATTTCAATAGTTCTCATTAGAACATCAAGATGTGCATCAAAATATTTCACGCCTCGGCATGCAATGTAGAGTTTTATGATATTATAATGGGTTCCTTTAACATTTTCATGATCAGAAACTAAATTGAAAATTTGTGTCAAAATTTCCAACGCCAGTTGCAATAACAACATCGTTGGAATCTAACATTTAGAATGTAATTAGAGTGTTATGATATTTATTTTTCGCAATTTTTTTTACAAAAAATAAATTTAATTACTAATATTTCTCCTGTAGACAAGTCCTGTTCTTCTTGCATAAGCAGTTAACTTAGAACAAGCCGTATTACATATAATTTCTTTGCAAATTCTGGTGGTATTTTGTGTTAGAAGTTTTTCATGTTCGGTGCGAAATATATCAATGATTGATTGGTTGTCATATTTCATATGAACAATTTGGATTTTTACCAAAAACCTAATGTCTTCTTTGGATAGATAGAAGTCGCAATCAACTGTTATTTTTTGCAATAACATCGCATTCTCCAAACCATATTTATGTAGGTGTGTATTGACGCGAATTATGCCAATTGATGTCAAATTCGTGATGATCGATGGATTTTCCTGATAAAGCGCATGCACATGTTTTGTTCTGATTGGATCTCCCGAGATGGATTTAACGTTCCAATCATACAATGGCGCTCGCAATGTCATTATGACGCGCAGTTTGTATTGCTGATTCAAGTCTCTCACGGCATCGATGATGGATTTTGTTGGTTCAGCACATGCGCTATATCTGAATTCACAAATAATATCAGGATTTGCATTTAGATTTTCAAATTGAACTTTTAGAGGATTGCAGAAAGAAATTTTGCGCAAATTTCCAAATTGCGATTCTGGACAAAAATTTACTTCACAACCACCATAAACATCAACTTTCCTTAAGGCATCCAAATGTGAAAGTTTGATTTTGATTATGAATTTTGAATAGGAACTTATTGTTATTGTTGACAAAAATGGGAGATCGGCAATTCTGCTTTCTGCGTTGCAATTTGCATTAAATCTAAAATCTAATTCTAAATGTTCCAGATCAGGAAATATTTGTCCATAAGGCAAAGACAAACTTGCGTCAAAAGCTTTCTTATTGTTTTTTGTGTTTAACACCAAATGTCTAATTGGTAATTTTACAATTGCATCTGAATCATACCAGATTCTTGAAGTTGTCAGTTTTGTCAAATTAGGCAATGCACATAATCCTAACGTTTCAACTTCATAATTAGTACTTAATGCAGTCAAACATTTTAATTTGTAAACGTCATACGAAATAAGTATTTGAATTAGTCCACGATTAAATTTTAGATCTTCCAGATTTGGAAAAGTAGTATTGATCCCATAAATGTTTGTTTCACTTGCATTGTTTACTGCTACAAATCTGCGAAGATATTTGCGAAACAAATTCATGTCAGCCGATTTGTATTTGGGATCGATCGTGATCAAATTTTCAGCATTTAATTTAACTTTTGGCATGAAAGCTAAAAATTTTGACTGAACTAAACGTGTTGTCCAAAAAAGTTCATACGACATATGGAAAAACATATTAAAATTGGTAAATCTCCATAAAACAAATATCTTGAACAAAGTCTCTGTTGGAAGTTCTGACAAGATCATTTTGGGCTGTTTACTAAAAATCATATTATAACTTTTAGTAAGGCCAGGTAATCCGATTGTCAATTTTTAACGTAGCTTATAATCAATATTGGCTTCTCTGGCGTACAACGCTAGTCTTTGGCTGTGTTCGCCGACGATAATTTCAGTGCAAAGTTTGGTTTGTGTACCTGCGCGTAAACTCGCATGTATATCACAAAACAATTCGATCGCCTTTTTTGTTGCGCAAGTCAATCGCAGAGTTGGAATTGTAACCAAAACAGACATCAAATCCACCGAAATATCTTCCAACTCGGCAGAAAATGATTGTAGTGATGTAGCACATCGTAAAACTGAAGCATCGATATCGTTATCATCTGGACCGCGAGACTCTTTAAACACGCTTAAATTTCTCAATTTTGAAAAAATTTCTGGATTTTGTTGGTGGAACTGAGCAACATGTCCAGCCTGCAAACCGACAATTTGCGTGATATTGGTTGGTGGCAAAATAGGACATATTACCGGATAAATAAATACACCCAAATTGTATTTTGCACCAACCTGATTTAGTGTTGCATATTGTTTGTCACACATTTCTTGGATTCCTAAGAAATACTCAATTTCCAAATTTGAATTTGCAGAAAAATTTGTAAAATCAATATCGAAGATTTTGGATACGATCTCGAATTTTGTTAAATTTGGAAAAAATGTTCCTGTAGCAAAATTAACACGGGCACATGTTGTAAGTTCCAACAACATGTCTAATTTACCAATCGTGATATTTAGTCCTGCCCAGTATCGTGCCACGTAAAGATTAGTTAAAAAATTTAAGTTTGCAATCTCAACACTTGTTTCGCCAGTATGGAACCCTTCAGAAGTAATTTTTAATGTTTGCAATTTAGGAAACATGCGTGCATAAGGCAGATCGACATATCTGCTGCCTGGTGTAGAAGGCGAGTTTCGCCGAGAGTAGATGTGCAGATGCTCAATCTGATCAAATTGTTCGGTGTAGTCTGAGCTGATGACTTGGTCAACATACAAATCCCTGAGATTTGGAAATAGCATTAAATCTGTTGTTTTGATTGGTACATTCAATGTTAGACTGATTAGGTTAGTATTCACAAAGGCAGTATTTAGTGGAAATACGGAATGTTGTGTTGTTAAGCATTCCAATCGCTTCAAATTTGGAAATTTTGCTGCTAGTTTAAAAAAGCTGTTGATGTCAGTTAAGAAATTTTGTCTTGCATTGGAGCTGAAACTTGTGGCATAATTGTAGAGTATCTGCTTTTCCAATACGTTTGTCGTTTCACCGGCTGACTTGAGCGATAGAACTGATCCACCATCTAATTCGACTTTTCTCATAACAAAGTCCAATTTGGACCGCATCAAAAAAGATGTCCAATACATTGCGACATGCAGACGTATGATATCAGTGATAGGCGAAATCTCTTTGAGCACAAGAAAAAATTCGAGCAGAATCTCGACAGGAAAATCCGTCAGAATCATTTTTGTATAGACAAGAGTATTGTCGAATTTAAATAAGAGTCTGGCACGAAGTTAAGTTATCAATTTTTTCCTAAAATTTGGGAAAAAATTAAATGCGCGTATAGCGAATACCAGCCTGTTTGGCATACGTTGCTAATTCTGGGCTTGCGATTCCGATGCTGATGTGTGTGCAAATTTTTTTAGGATTTAGTGTAACCAATTCTCGATGTGATGCAATAAATAGGTTGACCATTGCATGGTCTGCATCAGACATTTTTAGTTCTGGAATTGTAACAAAAGTTCTCATCTGATCAAGTGTGACACATTTTTTCTTCACGCTAAGCTTTTCAAGTGAAATAGCACTCATCAACAATTCAGGCCACCCAACATCATTCTTATTCAATCTGATGCATAAAACACGAACGTTTCTGAATATTTCGACATTGAAACCAGCAAATTCTTTGGCCATAGCATAAGTCAATCCTGACACCCGTTTGTAATTTTTGAACATTTTGTTAGTTAGTTTGTTGATCCGAACCACAGGTAATGTTGGAGCAAAGCCCCATAAGCAAACAGTGAGCTTGTATTTAGATTCAATCTCACATAACGTAATTTTGTCAAGACCATGGTGCGCGAAGTCGAAAACTACTGCCAAATTTTCGTTCGCTGTCAGGTTTTCAAAGCCAATTTCGGACATTTTGACTCTGGATCCAATTTTTCTTAACGATGCAAAATTGGATTCTGGATAAAAACTAATACCAATGAATTCATCGATTCTTATGACTTCCAGACTTGGCAGGTTACCTAATGTAATGTTACAATCTTTGTATGAACCAATTCTTAACCAGATCAAAAATTGCAAATCAGTAATGTCAAAATTGCATACGGATGGATCTGCGCTAAATAATTCTAAACTGCGGAGTTCAGGAAACATTTGTGCATATGGTAAATCCCAACCTCTGCATTGACTCTCGAATAGTTTCGGACAAAGAACTAAGTCTTCAATTCCAAATTGTTCTGTGTAGGTTTCGCTTTTGATCTGCTCGCAGTACAAAACTTTGAGATTTGGTAACTGCAACAGATTTCTTACATCAACCGTAGTCCAAGATTTCAGTGTTGACAAATTCTTGAAATTAAAGACAAGCTCTGGCAATACCCAATCTCTGGTTCCAATATAATCAAAATCTAAATATTTTAATTTAGTAAACTTGGAAGCAAGTGCTAGAAATGGATCCACATTTTTTTTGGCATGGATACACTTATCGTAACAGTTATATGATACTTTTGCAATGTATGCACAAATATTTTCTAGAATGCATTTAACATCCAAATCTTCGATGTTAAAAATCTTATCAGCATCAATTTCAACACAATCCATGGCAGAATGCAACTTGGTTCGCATGATAGGTGTTGACCAAAACATTGCTTCATAAAGGAAAACTAATGTTTTAACATTAGTTGAATAAATGCATCTTAAAAATTCTGACAAGATCTCAATGGGAAACGCTGAGATGTGCATTTTGGAACGGAATATCATGGAACATAAATAAGACCTGCAGTGAATTTTATTGTCAATTTTTTTGTTTAGCTATCAACATAATTAAACAAATTTAATAAGCTAACTTAATAAGCTTCCTGTGGTACACAATCCCCGCGACCTCCGCATCCGCAACCGCAGTCACCACCGTTGCTGGATGCATCGTCATAAACGATGGGTTCAGGGCAGGTTCTGCAAGCACGTTTGACTGGAGTTTGGCAGAAGATGATACGCTCCTTAGTTTCGCACTCTGGAATTTCAGGGCATTCGCATTTGCAAGGATTTTTAACATGAACGATTTCAGGTTTGCATGGCTTCTTAATGATAGGCTTAGCAGGCTTGAAGATAGTAACAGTCCTGGTGCAAGCCTCTGGTTGCCAGCAAGTGACACGTTTGCGGCATTCAGCCTTGGGGACAGGAACGACAGTCAAATTTCTCGGGCAGATAGTCTCTGCGAAACGAGCCGCAATCTGCTTCAAATAATCGACCCATTTCCAATTTGTCACATCATCACAGCAAATGTCAGTGATATCGATGGTTGTTTCATAAGTACGTCTGCGTTTGCAAGCATCCTGACCGTTAAAGAAAACAATCATGATAACATGGTTTTGTTCCTCGCGAATATCATAATCGAAATCACAGAAACTAATTTTGCATCTGCAGTCTTGTTCCAAAACAAGTCCAACAAATTGATTAAAAATCAGATTGTCAAGGGTAGAATTAGCCATCTCTGGTATGCATACTTTATGGAACGAATTTAAAAAAATTTATAGCATTACTTATTTTATCTTGCAATGAAATGGCGATCAGAAATTTCAGATAATTGGCGAGTTAATTCTTGATAACTGTCTCGATCTCTCAAAAAATTGCAAAAAATTTTTAACCACGATGTTTGTCTTGTAATCATCGATTATTACATAATCTTGATTAACGGAGTGTAATCGTCAATTACTACGTAATTTAGATTAACGGAGTGTAACCATCGATTATTGCGTAATTGAGATTAACGGAGTGTAACCATCGATTATTGCGTAATTGAGATTAACGGAGTGGATTAGCAGCAGTTTGCCAACAAATATAAAGAAATATAATCAAACGATAGTGCTACCTGATGGCAACTATTCCAACTTGTGATCATGCGTTCCAGCCGGTTCTTACCGCAAGTGGTTACATTTGCGAGTCTATACTCAAATCGCTTCCTATGGCCAAGTTAATGCTCATTTTTGCTTGCGTGGTAGGTGCATTTGTTGGATTGGCGCTTGTCGTTGGGTTTATCAATAGTTCCATACACTTTGTTTTGCTTAACAGACATGGAGGTCCTCCTTTTTGGAAACAATTAGGATTCATATGTTGCGTTTGTTATGCAACAGGTTCTCTGTTCATCTTTATTGCGCGTACCGATCTGCATTCTTACAGATCCACTGATAAGTTTTACTTCTTCTTGTTTTTCTTCGGATTCTGCAAGTGGACTTATTTTGTGGCTCAAAATTTATTTGTACTTCATTGCATTGAATATTCCATTGATAGACTTCGTGTAAATAGTAATGGATATACTTTGCTGACAAAATTGGTTGCCATAGTTGCAGTTATTGTCGCAACTGCACAATTTATTGTTTATCTTGTGATTTCATTCAAGATAAGCAGTAAGAAAATTGTCACAGATGCAGACAAAGAGCTTCGTGCTAGGTGGTATAATGCTGGGTATAGTGTGCTTATGGCATCATATGGTATGATATTTATCATCTGCAGCCTGATGTTTGTAGTTGTTTACAAATTCCATAAAAAAATAACGAACTACAACAAGGAGTTAGTCAGAACTATCAATACTGTTTCCTTGTGGGCAGCCATTACTTTGAGTTGCAGCATGCTGAGCATTATTGCTATTGCAATCTTCCAATATGCTCCTGTTGAAATAACTGTAAGCCTGACTCGCAAGGATTTGGTCACATATCAAACAACATTCTTCAAGGATTTGTTCATGAATACTGTATTGGGCTTCCTTGATTTTATTCCTGCGATTATCACCCTACTTGTATTTGCACTTCAAGGTTTTTCTTGGTTGCCGCTTCAAAATATTTACTGGAGCGCGACAAACTCCCCTGAATTTGAAAAGTGGTTATCTGCTACAAATGCTACAAGTGGACCTAAAAATCGCACTGGTGATTCCGCATCTAGAGGAGAAAGCGACACAACACATTCAAGACAAAATAGTGATGTTGGTCAAAGAATGTCTGCACTCAATACTCAAGGTCGCAGTCCCAGAAGCACAAGAAATTTGTCTGCAGGAAAAGATATGATTGAAATTTGATGGAGTTAATTAAATTGCTTTATTAATAAATTTTTTGTTAATAAAGCAACTCCGATTTCATTTCGAAATCGAAATTCCCAGATGCTAACTCAGTCGCAGATATTGGCAGAATTCGCAAGTTCAGTTTTTGGCTTTGATCATGGTAGAAACAATTCGTTTTACCCTAGATCAAATATTATGCCATGTTTTCTGAAAAATTCTTGTCGACGTATTCTCTTTTGTAATCATTTTTCAATATGATTTCCAATAGGGCTGTCTTAAGGTTGTTAGTTGTTTTCACATTAACTAACTGATTTTGTTAAAAAATGGATATATCCACACCAAATTAAACTAAATCATAAATTGCATTGATCATATGATCTAATGTTCGAGTTGCTATCCAAGAATTCGTGTAATGTTTTCATAACATTTTATTATTAGTTGTTCGAGAACAAACCAATAGCCAGAAATGATATTAAACTGGACTAAATAAACTTTCATTTAAGATAGTTTGTGAAATACTGTTACTAACCGCATAGCGATTAGCTTGATTTAGTTACAAATCAAGCTAACCGCAATAACAAGTAATCTCACAAACTATCTGTATTTGATTGAAATTAAGCGCTAGGTCCTAATTTCTGCGGTTAGTTATTAGCAGTCAGTATATTAACTCGTATCGAGTTCTACCAAACTACTAAGCGGTTTGCAGTTAGTCACTCAAATCGCTTTGCGGTTATAATGAAAGTTTATTTCGTCCTATGTTAATCATTTCTTGATGTTAGGTGCAATAAATTCCAGCTAGGGATGTTGCAAACCTATCATCAAGGCACTGAATGAAAAATCTAATTGCTAATCGCAATGTAGAAATTTCTTTTGAGAGTTTGAAAACATTTTCACGTCTTTATTTCCAAAAAAAATCTTGTTTGGTTTGGTGTTCTAATTTTTCCAGATAAATCGGGAAAGTGGATTTTTAGAACTTAATTGGTTGTTTTCAGCACAAGTTACCGGTATTATGCTGAAATCAGTCCAATTTTTTTTTGACAAGCCATCGGAAATGAACGAATTCGTTCATTTCTTCTGAAGTCTTAAGACTGTCATTATGAGATCCAAGAGGATCTGATTTTTGCCGTAAAAATATTTTCGCGTAGGATGTTCGAGCTGCAATTTTTTTGTTCAATAATTTCTATTAAATAAAAAACATTTGGACGAACAATGAGGTTGGTTTTAGAGTGCGTTTTAGGAAATTATTTTTTCGTGCGTTAATGCGGAGCAAAATACGTTTGCTGAATAACTCGGCGGGTTTGCGAAATTTCATATAATTAAAACTGTATAATCGACGGGTACATTCAGATGGAAATTTGTAAATGTCACGTTTCGGTAATAATGACAGCATATTTGTGAAACCCCTGTAACAAACATCATTATTTACTTCGAGACAGGTCATATACCAATCAACAATCATATTAAAAGATCCTGGCCTAAGGTCAAAATCCAGATCAACTAACAAACTCATTATTTCGGTTCTATTGTACATCACACTTGATAAAAAAATGTCAGTAAACGTATCTGAAAATACCAAGTTAACATTTCTATTTCCATATTGTTCACAAATCAGATATTTTACAATAGCCAATTGATCATTTTCCAAACACCACCTGAAACCAATTTTATTAGTAAAATTATAACCGGAATCAATTACATATTTTGCCATTTCAACATATCCGCGTGACATTGCTTCATAGATCACATCATAATACGCTAAAATTCCACTTGATTGGTTATGTTCAATTAACCAGGCCAAAACTTCAATATGACCATTCACAATAGCATGTTCGCAAGCGCAATAGCAACAATGAGATTCATTCCAGCGCATGGGTAATATCCTTTCTGGAGCCAAAATATATTTAATAATATCCAAATGCCCAAGTTTTCCACATAATGCGAAACAATTACTAACAGATTCGGTGTTCCAATCAGATTTATTTTCAAAAACGTATTGGAAAACTTCCAAACAACCGGATCTTACACTTTGTTCAAGAGCAGTGTAATTGAAAGGCACATATTTCATCTGGGTTGCAAGATATTTGGCAATATCAAGATATCCACAATAAATGCTTTTCAACCAAGCTATGTTGAAAATCTTTTGTGAAAGTTTGCATTTTTGTAAAGTTATCTTTATTGTCGGCAAATCATTTTGAGTAATAGCAATTTCTAATTTGTCCGCAACGTTGCTAGCCCTCATGATTTTGAGTAATTATTGGTTTGATACACAATTCTTGATTGTGAAGAAGTTTGCAATTTTTTACTTGAAAAATTTTTCAAATAAAAAACATTTGGATGCGCAATGATTTGTGTTTTTATTCAATCAAAATCATTTGCATAGCTAATGATTTTGGTTTCAGAATTTGTTTAAACAAATTGTTTTTACAAAAACTTTTAAAAAACAAAATCTTCCGTTGTAAGATTGGTCTTGCAATTTCAAAAAATTTTGCCCGATCATAATCAGATAGCAAATTTATGTATTCGCTATTTTTAGGACCCTTTGTGAGTTCACGTTTATTTAGCCTTGATATCAACATTAGGTGAAAATTTTCATTTTTGCGGAAATCTATGTTCGTGCGAGTTCTAAAATATCGAGTATATACACGACCTAATAATACAATATATTGATCCAAAGTAACTTCACATGCCAAGTCCATAAAATATTTAGCAGCTTTAATGCAATTAGTCTCTATGGCAAAATTGAATGTGTATCTGTTTTTGAGAAAATTTTTTTTAAATTTTTCACTATTGACTGTAAAGCCGTATCCAGAATTGATTAATTCACTAACCATATCAAAATGATTGTTTTCAATACACCAAATCAAAACTTCAATACGCTTTTCAGTAAAGAATCCCAAATCAAAGAAATATTTTGCTATTTCCAAATGTTCGCGGCGAGTATTTTTAAATGGGAAACTAAATTCGCCAACATACCATCCTGCACTGAGTAATGTTTTAACAGTTTCAAAATGTCCAAACTCTATGCACAGTTTCAAAGCATTACTACGATTTATTGTAAAATTGTGTCGTCCGTGATGACTAACACAATACTCAATTATTCCCACACAGCCATCAGTAACACCTAACTCGAAATATTTGCGGATATCATCTACCTTCAAACTGCATCCTTGTTCGATTAAATATTCCGTAATTTTTTTGTGACGATTTCTGATGCTTAAATCTAATGCTTTATGGTTGCACGCTTTTGGATTACAACCAATACTTGTTAAATATTTGACAATTTCAATGTGCCCGTGTTCAACTGCTTTCATCAAAAGTATATCATCTCCAAATCGATATTTACAACCAATACCAACAAAATACTCGACAAGATCAAGATGACCATGTATAACACTTTGCATTAGAAAATTATCACATCCCTTAGTGTATTTAGGGAAAAGTTTTTTGACATTGTCCAGTTTGCCTAATGTGGTACTCATTTTGGAATAATGAAATATTTCCAGTGCATATTAACAGATACATGATAGATGCAATTTTTTAATTTTATGATATTGTATTGGAAAATTAAAAACTTTATTCGATCAAAATCATCTGCATATGCAGCATTTTGGGTTTTAGTGGTTGTTTCAAAAAATTATTTTTCCGAAAATTATATGATAATATTATTGGTTTATGCAAACGTCGCATTTTTTCATCATGGTCGCAAATCATGATGTTTGGCAAACTCAAAAATTTTCTTTTGGTAAGTTTTGACAACATTAGTTCGATCATGGGTTGCGTGAGGTTGTTTTTATGAGTAAATATGTAAACACTGTATGTGTAATTATTTGGAACACTTTTACAAAAATTATCATAATTTTTTACAAAATCATAACCTGTATCAAGAATGTAACTGACAATCTTTATCAGTTTTTCTTCGACACATTGTCTGAATAAGAAATCTGTTAATGTAGCTCCATATATGAAAAAATTGTCATAATATCCCATATTAAACAACGATTCAACCAAATCAAAACGCCCATTTTTCTCACACCAAAAGAAAACGTCATTGCTTATGTATGCAGTTGTAATTTTAGTCTCGACCAAATATTTGAGAAGCTTGATATGGTTTTTAGATATTTTATTAATTGTAAATTCATTGACATTGCATCCAATTTTAACTAAATATTTAGTCATATCAACATGACCAAAAGTCGAACTTGTTCGCACATAAACTGGATTTGATAGATTAATTTTTAGGTTGCATAAATATTCGACAAAATTTAGTAAATTTTTTTCAACACATTGTCTAAATATTGTATCAATCGATGAACTGTAAAATTTGTGAAAATATCCCATATCAAATAGTGACTTAACCAAGTCAAATTGATCATTTGCTGCGCACCAAAAATATACATCTGTTGCTATGAATGCATTTTCGATTTTGTTATCAATAACATATTTCAAAATTTCAATGTGACCTGGACTTGTTCCACTAATGAACATATCTGTTGTATCACAGCCAATTTCGATTAAATATTTAGTCATGTCAAAATGTCCACAGCCAGAACTTGACCTTAAATGTTGCATATTTGTTTTGTTCAAGTGGCCGATTTCTTCCAAATATTTAACGATGTTCAGGCGGTCATTGAAAATACATGTGTTCACAATCGCATTGTATTGAACTCGTAAATCCATTCCTAATTCAACAAAATACTTAACAATTTCTAAGTCCCCTTTTGATGCACTTTTAATAAAAATTTTATCCGCATCTGGTGGCAAGTTACATCCACGGGCACGTAAATATTTGGCAATTTTCAACTGAGAATGTTCTAGAGCTAATCCAAAGGCTCTGCTATTATTGGCTTTGGGATCAGATCCATGGTTAACCAAATATTTGACAACTTTGAAATGACCAGCTTTTATGCTGCATTCTAGAGCCGCATTATTTTGAGCTCTAGATCTTCCACCAAATGCTATGCAATATTCAACCATCGCCAAATTTCCTTTTGCAGCAAAATTAATAAGTGCATTTGTGTAAAATTCTTGATTTTTAACAATTGGTATGTAATTCATTCGGAAAACTAATATTTGATAATCGAGCTTAGTATTAAACATGGTATTTGGCGCAATTTTTTAAAAAATTGATAGCAAATATGCTGCTTAAATATGTAGTGAATATATAACTATCATTTCAAATAATGGCAACCAGATCGAATTCTAAAAAAACCGCGTCTTCGGCCAAATCTGATCCCAGATCCCAGTATATATTTCCATCAGATTCGGAAAATGAAGTGATTGATTTGGATAATACAAAACCGGATATCAAAGTTGAGAGGTTGAAAACTCAAAGTCCTGATGAATTTTTAATAAAAATTAGTGGCAAAGTTGTTGATTATTCTGTTGTTAACGCAATTAGGAGATGCGTTGATCAATATGTTCCAATTTTTGGTTTTCATAGATCTGGTGTTAAAATCGAACTCGATAAGACTCATTGTATGTATAATTTTGAAATGATTTATCAGCAATTGGAAACAACTCCGATCTTTGATTTGGATGCAGTTAACAAGTTTTCTTTGGAAAATCCTCGAACATTCTTATCGAATAGAGTTCTGAGAGCCATTTACAACAATTTCATGCCAAAGGATTTCCGTGAAGATGGCTTTGATGATTCAGCAAGTCTGCCCAAAGTAGAAGTTTATTTGAACACGCGTAATTCAACTGATTCTGATATTGATATTACAACACACGACCTTGTTTTTAAAGTTAATGGTGAAGTCCAGAATTCATACAAATCTAGACCTCCACTTACAATGTTAATTTTGAAACCAAACGAAGACATAAGTTTGAGGGCTATTGCTAATTTGGGTATTGCTAAAATTGATGCTATTTATGAAGCAGTAACAACTCCACTTCATGAAATGATCAACACAACAACTTATTTGCTGAAATATAACACCCAAGGTCAATTGAAAGCTACAACCATATTCAAACGCGCATGTATGATTATGTTTTTGAAATTGGAAAATTTGGAAAAATATTTGGAGGCAACTTATCCAGATGACATGAACATCAGTGAAGAAGTTAAATTGGAACTTTATGGTGAAGATTATACATTAGGTTATCTTGTTGCTACTACTTTGCAAAAGTGCATATATGTTGAATCTGCAGGTGGTGTCGATCCTAACCCAAATGATAACTTGTACGTTGTTGCTTACAGACTTTTCCCAAGCTCTAAATTCAAACCAATTGAGGTTCTCGTTAAAGTGTTGAATTATTTGAAGCGAATTTTTGATGCAATGGCTAACGCTAAGCTTTAGATTATTTTATTGAATAAACATTTGATAAAATAAAAATTGCGAATAAATCGGACTCGGGAGAAATATCATAGGATTTTTTATTCAAAAACTCGAATGTTGTTATCAGATTTCCCATCAGAGATTTTGGTAAAAATTTTTAATTTAGTTGCACCTGAAAAAAAATTACTTATCAATAAGCATGGTGCCTGTTTTTTTAACGTTTGGATCGCAAACTTTTACACAGCGTGCATAAGCAACAAGCGCTTTTGTTCAAGATTACCTAGTGTAATGAAACATGTTGAAGTGCATGATTTTTGTAAAAGATGGAGATATGAAATCACATTTCTTGATAAAATAATCACCGTGAGAAATTGGTCAAATATCCATCTCATAGAATTGGTCAATGTGCTTAAAAAACATTTGAAAGAAATTTCAGTTCTACCAGATATTTCATCCAAATTGACAACACTATCGTTATCAACTTCTTTCAGTGAAAAATATACTGATATATGCCAGGCATTCACCAATCTGATCAGACTTCATGTTGAAACTTTTGTTGATGTAGAAATTTTGATTAATATGAAGTCGCTGACAAAATTGACTTCACTGGGAATTTTTTATTATGGAAGAGATAATGAGCCTAAATGTATTTTATCAAGTATGTTGCACTTAAAATTTAATTGTGGTATGGATGAACCTGAAGGAAATCTTTTGACATTGTTTGATGTTGCATTCCCAAATTTGATCTCCATTCATGTGAATCACAAACAAAAGCCATCTAATATTAAATTCGAAGTTAAAAATTTATGTTACCTTACCAATGTTTATTTTAGAAATTGTGATGTTGTAATTGGTGAATTGGATTCATTACAATGCATTCATGTAGCTGAAAAAGCAAACGTTATTTTTAACGAAAATATTTCATATCCGGACATGAAATATTTGAAATTGTCTCAATTAGAATGTGCATCCAATTTTGAAAATTTGAGAACGCCTGCTAATATCAAAGTATTTTGTTGTTTGTTGCAAGATATCAATGATACAGTTCATCAAAGTGTTAAAATGTTGAGTTGGCGATATGATTTTGAATTGTATTTTATCTATCCAGATGATACATTAGATTTGACAAAATATGCTGATTGGAACGTAAAAACTTTGACATTCAGAGGAAATCCATCAATAAGGTCACCTATCAGTTCTATCAGTTCGCTAAAACATTTAAAACTATTGTCATGCAACAACCGTAATGTCAATTTTTATGACGACTTAATTGAATATCTGCCCAATTCAAAATTAATCAGTTTTACCGCAACTGATTCAGATACTTGCAATACTTATGGATTTGCGAATTATGTTGTCAATATTCCGGTTCTTGTTTTGGATATTAAATTAGACATAATGTTAAAACAATTGGCAAAGTTGTGCGAAAATGGCAAATGCACATTTAACAGCCTTACATTAACAACGCACTATTCGGCTTGTGGATTTGTGGAAACCGAATTAGAAATTCGACCACACGTAAATGCATTAGAAAAATTTATTGGGCATAAAATTCCATACGCATATCGCAAAGTAGAATTTTTTAATAATTATATCGGGAATTAACATAAAAATTGCGAACATAAAGCCATTCTAAACCATTTCTTATGTGAAACATATTCCACCTAAGAAATGGCTGCAGATGATACGTTTTATAATTCAACATTGTTAAAATATTTGAGACAAGAATGTTTTAATGAACAATGTTTGAGAGAAGTTTTGCTTAATGCCAAAAGCATATTTATTTTGACCAAATTGGGCAAGAAAATTGAACTTGAATATTTGTTAAACATTGGCATAAGTCAAAGACACATATTTAATATGTGGAACAACGCATGTAAAAATAAATATTATGATCAAGAACATCTTCCACGCAAAGAATACGTATTGGGAAACAAGCTGTTAGCCATAGCTGCAAAATATGGCCACTTGGACATAATTAAATTACTTTATAATTACAGATTGAAGATCCCTGATAGTTTCAATGAGCACATAACTTATGTCGGAACCTGTCATACAGATAGACCTTATGTAATGGCGATCATTAATGGACATAAACACATTGTAAATTTTTTCCATGAAAACTGCAATAAAATTTTAGTTAACTTGAATTGTCTTAGGATCTGTATTCAAAAAGCCTCAATCAACATGATTAGATATGCATTTAATGGTGTAATCTATCAGAAAATACATGAAACTGATGCTCTCAAATTTGCTATCACGTTTGGTCGAATTGATGTTTGCGAATTTTTTGTTATGGATTTGAAAGTAGATTTACAAATCAGGAATACAGAACTCATGTGTATCGCCGTAAGGAAAAACCAAATTGAATCCATTGAATATTTGATCAATAATGTTCACTACAATGACAATGAAAAAAATATGATCGCAATATGTGCAATTGGAGACTGTAAGTGGTTTTTAGTTAAATATTTTATTAATATTGGTTGGTTTGACAAAACATGTGAAAAATATGCTGTTAGTATGTGCATTTTTGAAAAACAATTTGAAATGCTCCAATATTTAATTGGGTGTGGTTTTGATATGCGATTTGATAATGATTCATCTATTAAAAATTGTATGGTTTACTACGACGGCAAAATTTTTAACTACGTTTTGAGTTTTGGATTTGATATCAAAAATTTTGAAATTGATTTTTTGAAAACGTTTTTAGACTTGAGTGAAATTGCAACATCTTTTGCAGGTCATTGTGAAAAGCGCAATTTGGTGAAATTATGTTCATATGATATTCCATTATGCGGATCATTATTGCAATCCAGAATAAAGCGATCTAAGAAATGGCTAAAAAATAAACCATTAAAATTTATTCTCAGACCGCGAAGTTTGCATATTCAATCAACAATTTTTTGATTAAATTGTCCAACTAAATTTACTTGCAAAATATTTTGTGAGTAAATTATCTATTGATTTGTATCCGCCCAACAATCAACAAATGCTTCAACAAATTTTAAGACTAAATTTTGCGGAATGGATCTCAAAATAATGTCCATGATGTTTGGTTTTGATTCATCATTAAACTTCAAAAAACAGATAGGATTCTTCGCAAGATCAATAGATGCAACATCACTAATCCGTGCGTAATAGTAATCTAATGCATCTTCTAATTGACCAAATTCGTCGCTTGTCAACGTGCCACATTCAGATTGAAAATTTAGTACTGCATCCAGAGACGATGACCAATTTGTTATTGATTTATACAATTTCTTAACACGAGAATCCATATTTGCAATTGGCGGCAATTTAAATTGGTCATCGTGAATTGTTGTACCAATTCTCTCCGAGGGTCTCACATCCGTTCGACCGTCATCGTCAAAGTTCCTGATGAACTTTTCCTCCAAGGGTCTTTGACTGTCATCAGCACTTGAATTTGCAATCATCTCTTCGACAATTGATTTGATGGTAAAATTTGGAATGAAACCCGTAATTGGTTTCTTGTTAACAGGGCTAGGGATACTACTCTCAATTTTAAAGAATCCAATTGTATTGTACAGCGTTTTGTGATATTTAAGAGCATCTTTTCTTCTAGGTTGTGTGTACCAAAAAGGTAAACGACTAAAACAACTGGATTTCTGTCTTTTTGGTAAATGTTTGTTCAGAAACTTAATTAAAGCATAAAGCTCATAAGTAACACCATCAGTTGCAAGAACTGGTTCAAAAAACATTTCCAGTGTCAGAGGACATACCAAATGTTCATCAAGCATGTCTCGTAGTGACTCGATCCCTACAGCAGGAATGCTTTCGGTGTCTCGTTGTGACTCGATCCCTTCAGCAGGTATGCTTTCGGTGTCCCGTTGAGAATTTTTTTCTGAAGCCATTGCCGTCAAAGATTAAACAATTTTAGCTGATATCTCGTAATTGCACAGGAATAATCTTATAATAAAGAGGTTTCCTAAATGAAAACAATCTGCAATTTTTTTAAGGAAATGCTCGATCAAAAAAAATTGATAAATTAAACATTCTTATGGGTTACTTTGTATAAATACGGTAGTTGGCATCTACGAAATGTTGTCACGTATCGCATCAAAAACAGTTGGTATATCAACTCGCAGAGCTAAAACAACTAAACCAGTCTCTACCACCCAGAGATTCTATCCATGCAGAGGAGGTGATTACTCTGATATTAAGGTATCCGAAGCATATGACGAGAAAAAATTGGCAAAATATTATGAACGCTTGAGTTGTGCTATGGGACATGAATTGCACAAGTTGAGTCAAACCAAAGGAATTACAGTTAACGCTGAAATTATGGCTGCATATTATGGCCACAGACAACATGAAATCAATGTCAGAGTAGATTCGCTGGAAAATCAAATCAAAAAATTGGTCAAAGAAGACGGTCTTCGACCCTCGGAGAAAGTTGTTCTGACAACTTGCGATGACCCCAAGCAGCAAAAGGTATCTCGAGATGTAATTGGAGCAAAATATGTTGCAAAAATTGAAATTGAAAACCAATTAGCCACGCCCGATTCTTTGGCAAAAGGTTCGTTCAAATGGACCATTTTTGATACGCCAGAATTCATTTTCCTAATGGGAAAACAAAGAAAAAAGCTTGCTGATGAGTCATCAAAACTTTAATAATTTTATTTGATAAATAACGTTTACCAAATAAATTCAATTAAGTTTGATACCAACTTCCTTAGCGTACGCAACAAAATTTGATGGTATACGTAAATAATGACACTTAATTGTTTGACAAGCTTGTTTACCGTCACGCATCAATTCTTGATGTTTACTGCTGAATCTTTTCCAAAATCCTTCAGGAACAGGTGGAAAAATTTCAGCGCGCAAAACTTTTGCCAGAGCTTCGACGATATTTGGAATTGCGATCCACGGACAAGAAAATGTCGCCGATCGCAACGAAAAATGTTCGACGTACTCAATAAATTGGTTATAAATCTCTGTATTGACACAATCACACACAGATAATGATGTGAGACTTGTGATATTGCACATTGATCCCATTACTCCAGTTCGACGAAGTATTAATTTTTTTACATTTAATGTTGCAATTACATCCAAATTAATAGGATAAGTATTGTCAAATGTTAATTCCAAATTGTAAATGCTATCAAAAGTTTTTAATCGAGAAATTGTGGGAACATTGCTGTCCAAAAGTTTACACGTAACTTCAAGATTTGAATAAGCACTAAGATTTGTCAAGTCGGATATTTTGTGTTCCATTTTAAATACGCTAAAGTAAGGGTAATAAATTTTCTCATCAAACAGTATTTCGACACCGATACATTCCAAACTTTCCAAAAAATTTAGAGTACCCAGTTTAATTTTAGGGTAGGCATCTTCCATTATGCGGGTGCCATACCCATCTTCAAATTTTAGTTGTTTTAAAAAGTTAAAATCACCAATTTCGACGATGTATGTGTATGTATTTGTACCGCGTACGTATACAAGTCGTAATGAAAATTCTTCCAAATTAGGAAATACCTTTGAAAATACTACATCGGAAATTTGGCTGTATCTCGAAAGCACTAAGTTTCTAATACTTGAAAAGCAATAAGAATTGTCATCAAATTCTATTTGACTGACTGTTAGTTGTGTTAAATTAGGTAATTGGTTGATTATTTTTGCCGGCATATTACCAACAGGACTTTCTGCCGTCAGCATACGAATTTTTGTAAAAGCATACAAAAAATCTAAAGTGTGCGTTCGAAGGAAGTAATCATGAAGTTCCAGTTGTATTAGAGATGCACATGCTTCCTTATTTGTAATTAGATCTTTAATGTAAGCTAAAACACTAGAAATTCTCGCATCACCGCGCAATGATATATTAGGCTCAAAGCTTCTTTCTGTGATAAACATGTCTAACCAATTTGGATCACATTTTTGTTTTTTTACAATGTCAGACAGAACTTGTGTTTTCGTGATTGTATCGAGTTTTGGTCGAAAAAATTTCACTTTGTGTAACACAATGCATAATTTTGCCAAATATTTGTGTTTGCACAAATAGCAAGAAAAACTGTGTGGACATCGACCATGCAATGCATAATCAACAATTGTTTGCAAAATTTCAACAGGAAAATCCGTTAGCAACATTTGTGTAGAATACTTCATAAATTTGTGTAAATTTTTGCACGAATTTAGTTGCAATTTTTGGTTACAATCCTATTTCCAACACAATTTAATTCCAGCCTCTCCTGCATATGTAATAAAATCTGGTGTCACATACGAGGAATAGCATTTAATTGTTTGACAAGCAGGCTTACCGTTGCGTATTAATTCTTGGTGTTTTCTGCAAAATATTTCCCAAAAATCTTTGGATAAAATGGGAGGTATAATATTAACACATGGAACTTTTGCTATCACTCTAGCTACACAAATCGGAATTTGTGGACTAGAAAATGTTGCTGATTGTAATGAAAATTTTTCGATATATTCTACAAATTGTTCATAAATATTTTTTTTTAAACAATTGCGCACAGATAATGATGTAAGACTTGTGATATTACACAATGATCCTCTAACATCAGCTTGAAAAAGTATTAATTTTTTTACGTTTAATGTCGCGACAGCATCCAAATCAATAGCTTTATATGGAGTATAGAATTTGAGTGTCAGATTATGAATATGGTCTATTGTTTTTAATGCGGAAATTGTAGAATCATTTGTGTTAAAAATTTCACACCGTACTTCAAGATTTGGATAAACGCCAAGGTTAGTTAAATCTGATATTTTGTATTTCATTTTGAACATGTTTAAGCACGGGTAGAAAATATTTTTATCAAGAATGACTTTGATGTTTCCGCACTCCATTTTTTCCAAAAAATTCAAAACACCTAACCTAATTTGGTGTTTGTTTTCATTGTCTGTATCGTAGTTATCTTCAACCTTCAGATATCTAAGAAAAGTAAAATTTCCAATGTCAAATATATAATAATTTTTGTCACGCGTAAATGCAAAACCCAATGAAAAGACTTCTAAATTCGGAAATTTATGATCCAAAGCATCACAAATTGGCGTATTTTTACAATTGTACCTTGATAACTCTAATTTGATAATTTTGGGAAAACAATATTGATTGTCATCAAAATCGATTTGTTGGACATTTAATTGAGTCAAATTGGGTAGTTGGCAGATTATGTTTGCATGCACACTACCACCTCTAGAATCTGTTTCTAAAATACGGAGATTTGTAAATGCATGCAAAAAGTTCAAAATATTGGTTGAAACTAATTCATAATGCAGTTTGAGATGTGTTAGAGAAGAACATGCTCGTTCATTTGTTACAAGAGTTTTAACATAAGTTACAATATCATCCTCAGTTATGCTTTTGAATGTCATATCAGGTTGAAAATTTCTTTTTGTAATGAACATGTCTAACCAATTTGGTTCGTATTTTTTTACTTTAATTGTATCAGGTAATGCCAGAGTTTCTATGGCGGTTACAAGTTTTGGGCGAAAATATCTGATCCCATGTAATGCAATGCATAGTTTTGCCAAACATTTATGTCCACAATTCTCACAATGGAAACCACAACCATAATCACTGTACGATACATAATTAATGACAGTTTGCAAAATTTCAATAGGAAAATCCGTTAGCAACATTGTTCTAATTATTTAAAATCAAGTCCAAAAATCCTAACATAAATTCTATCGCAATTTTTTTTATAAAAAAAATTGCGCGGTTAAAATCTCTTACCATGTACCTGTCAGTAGGATTTTAGTCCTGTTACCAACATGATCCAATTTACTGTAACTTACGGAAGAGATAGCTCCGGTGGATACAATCTAACGTTGAGCGTAACTGATGGCGTCACTGTAATTGCTTCTCCAACAGTCACTTACACCACTGACTTTATTAAGTTGATCAGCTTTGGTGTTTATGGATATCCTAGAGTCGAACTTATCACAGCTCAATCTGGATCTGTTCCTGCATTGCAAAGAGTGCTATTGTTAGATTATACAGGATTCCTTCCGATAAGGAGCACTGGAACTTCATCATTGAGTTATTCTATTACCTATAACAATAGTCCTAGTACGCCGATTTACAATGGTTCAGTACCAATTCTCTATGAAAACAGTGGATCTGCAGCAACGAGTCTTCTTAGTAAAATCCGCCTCAGTGTAAGTGCAACAATGGTTGTTCCTCCTCCAAATAATGCATTGATGACAACCTACCTGTTTAGCAGAAAACTTTCGGATGATAATTCGTCGTACGATAGGTCTGCTTATTTCATGGGAGCAAGCATTTGTTTTGATAACAATCCGATTAATGCGGTTATCACATCATCTGATACGAACAGAGACGAAATTCCCAGAACATCAACATCTGATTCGAAATTGTTGAGTGTTTATTCTGACAATGATGTTGATGGTAATCTTTTATTGGTACCGCGTTACACCGAAGTATCTGATTCACATGTGTTTGTCGGAACAGATACCGGTTACAACCAACCACATACTACAGCTTTCTTGAGTTCAGCTTTTGCCGCTTGTGAAACGAGTGCAACTACAATGCAATTGTCAATCACATCAGGAACACCAATCTCCATTCCTGGCGGTGGTGTTAAATTCCCTGGGTATTATGCAAACGTTTCGCCAAATTCATACACGAGACGTGTGATGGCTTACGGTGTTGATGGCAGCAGTGGTTCTTGGTAAAAAAAATTTAATCCTCCAAACAATATATTTTCGATTCAATCAGAAATATATTGCCAGAATTTTAATAGAAGCTTGAGCTTCTATTAAAATAATGTAAATTTTCTTGACATTCGGATAAGTATTTTTTACAGCGTATTTAGTAAAAAATATAACCTTTGCATATATTAACTCAACAAATGTATGTTAATGCTATTGATGAACAAATTGATGAAATTTTGAATAACTTTCATGCAGCTCTCATTAAAGATCCAACTTTTTTGAAATTATACAACGACCAAATCATAAATTTTGTCATTTACCGAGAGCAAATTAATGATTTCATCAAAAGCTTTTCTGAAAGTGCAACGACTGGAAATGCCAAATTAGAAAGTTTAGTTAACAACCAAAACAACTTGAAGCAAATTACAGATATCATTACACGTTACATTGCTTATTGGTATTTCTTATTGTTGGCATATTACTATCCAGGTACTGCTAAGGATTTTGCAAACAACATTATTCAATATTCTGCCCAACAGGAAAAATCGAATTTTAAAATTCCCAACTTTTTTGATAGCGTAAACAATTCTCAACTATTGAGATTCTTTGACATTATCAAAAATGCATCAGAATATTTGCTTATGACACCTTCACAAAAGGAAATTGCAAACCAATACAAATATGCAGATACAATTGCGTTCCTTAAACAGTTTGGTGATGATTATATTGATCGTTTTTTGTTGACGGTCAATGAAACAGATCCTAGTAATCCAACTGTTACCGTTGATGATCAAAACTTGATCAAAACTATTGTGTTTATTGGTATTTACCAAAATCAAGATCAAACGACAGTTTTTAAAATTTTGAATGAAACTGAGGAATCCGAAGGTGAATACAAGTTTATTGATGTTGTTGTGGAAAATGATGTCAGAACTGATCTACAGAGTTTGACTGCACTATTAGCCGGAGCAACAAAAGCACGCAATGTAGATTCGTTAGCAACTGATTTATTTAATTTGTTTATGGAAAGCGAAACAATTAGTGAACCAGAATCAGTTGAAAGTAAAAATAGCAAATTACTAACGAGCTTACCTTATCAACACCCAATTGTTGATGATTTTCTTAGATATCACAGAGATACTGATCGTATTGATGTATCGTCTGCATTTAATCCTCCAATCCTAACGGTAAATAATGCAAAGAATGTCCAAGCTGCATTGCTTTATCAACAACGTAAGAAAAAAGAGAACACCAAAGCTCAAGCTATTGTTACAAAATTAGATGCAATTACTGATTTGTATTCCAGTTTGCTTGATCCAAAAGGAAAAGCGGACGTTCTAAAATTTTTCCAGGGCTTCTTATCTGACAGAAAGGTTGTCACACACAATTATTTGGAAGAATTAAAAGTTTTGGGTAAGATTATCAAACAAGGTCGTAATGCTGTTGACTCAGATGAATATTTGTTGGAACTGCAATATATTACAAATAGAGCATATTTCCCTTTCAAAGATTTCAAAGCTTATGGAGCTGGTATTTATTTGGAACAACCTGAAACTGTTGACGTCGTTAGATATTCCAATATTGAATTCCAACAACAAAGACAAACTCAAGCTTTAGAACTGCATACAAATATTCACGACGAAACGATTAACGTTGTTGGTTTCACAGCCGGACCATTTTCGCGCAAGTTTAATCCAATTCAATGCATATCTAAAAGCAACGCAGTTGACATTCGCAGCATAAATTTTTCCTATGTAAAATCAGGATCAGTTCGGAAAGCAAAAAGTCCGAATGGATATGCACTTTATAAGAAAATTGTAAAGCATGCTATCATTGAGACTTTTTATGTAGACGAAAACTTGGAACTCCGCAATGATTTTTCGGAAGTTGTTAGATTAAATCCATCATTGGATTCTAAAGTTATCTACTGGATTTTTGATCCAGAACTTGATACATTCAATTTGGATACTTATGAAACAACAAAATCACACAGTTTTCAAGAAACGACTAAACTAATGAACACAATTCTGTACGAATCATTCCAGAAATCTTTGAGGCGAAGATTGGCTATTTTAATCAGAACTAGTGGAACAGGTATTTTTAACAACGGATTAAAACCCTGGGATAAAAGTCAACTTATCCAAATGGTACAAATTTATTCAGACAAAATGAAACTAAATCTCACCGAGGACGAAAAAGCCGATTTTATTGTGCAAAATTATCTGCAAGTTTTGGAAGTTCCACCATCAACTGTATCTCAACCCAAAAACTTGTTAGAAATGCCAACTTATGTTCATACTGAAGTTTCAGGAGCACATACCATTAAGATAGATTTGTATGATCCGACAATGCTTAGACAATATTCAAGAATTGAAGCTCATAGTCAGGAAGCACGAGAACTCGTAAAGAACCAAGGCCCCAGAGTAAAATGTGAGCATGAAAATGCATGGAATTCTGTTCAAAAACTAATTTCTGGAACACTAAATGATTACAATATTGCAGTCAGTGGCTTTATTGATAGATACGTAATTGAAACCGCTAAATCTGATTACAATTGTAAAGTATGTGGTCAAATGCTTCCAATGAAAAGCTTTGTGCAAGACGGTGCATTCGATCCTGTTACACAAAAATTCATTGCAGCATATGCTCCAATTGATACACCTCTCCAAGAAGTAACAGGTTACGATAAATATGCGACAATTATCGCTTGGTTGGATAACAAAATTACTCAATTGAGTTTAATTACTAATACTAATGTTTACGTAGGTATTAACACACAAGCTAGACAAAAGCGCAAACTTTTGATCAAGAATACGATTGATCTGTTCACCAAACATTCACAAACAAATATGAGACGAGCTCAAAAGCCAGCTGAACGTGAAGCTTACATGCAAAGTAAATTTGGTGTTAACCCTGATCTTGATGTTATTAGATTTTTTGAACTAAGTGACAATATCGTAAATGTTGGTCCTGATACTGATAGTGAAGATTTGAGTATCAAGAGATTCAAAAGAAATAATTTGCTACTTTATCTATTGCTACTGTTTATTGGAGAATTGTCTGGAGCTCAAATTTCATTGATGACATTTGACAAGATTGCCAATATTTACACCTACACAAAATATTCACAAAAATTCTTTGGTGATCTGAAATTAAGACGTGCTGTGAATGGATCTGAAACAGTTTTGATTACTGAATATCCAATTCTGTGCTATTTATTGCATTCGCTTTCATACTTCTATTCCAAGTACAGGATTTGGGATTCTGGCACGAAGAGTGATAAAGTCTATGAACCAGTTCAAGCTAAGGTTATCATTAACAGTTTTGTTGATTTGTTTAACAGCATTTCAATGGACGCAGGTAGACAATTGTCAGATTATGTTTACAGTTTAAATGCAACAAAAATGTACACCCAACTTAATCAAGTATTTAAAAATGGAGATATTGTTGAGATTCTCATGAAAACGCACGATCGATATGGTGATCCTACACAAATCTCAACAACATTAAATTACAAAGTTATCGAAGAAATTCAACCACTACTGATAGGCGTTTCCAAACTTCCACCTTTTGTTAAGCATAGATTATTATCTTACAAAATCGGACAATCAATTGATTTCTATAATTTGCTCACCAGAACCTACAGAATAACAAACACATCTACTGCAATTACAAATTGTCCTCAAGGTACTATTCATGAATGGATGCAAACAGGTCCAGGGAAAAAGGAAACTGTATGTGAAATTTGTGGTGAACATGCAGTATCAGTTTCAGCATCCACAATCAGGACGGAAGCTGTATTCTACTACAGAATGGGTTACGTCGCCAAATTTTTAAGATGTTTATCAGGAACATTGCATAACTTTGAACAGGTTAATAATCGAGAAATCTGTACAATTTGCCATAGGCCAAAAGATGATACTTACACCAAAGAAGAAATTGATAAGCTAACATCTAACCTAAATAAGCTTGATGCAGCTGCTGCACACAAGTTAATTAAAAAGCTTGAAGATTTCGCAATTTTGAACAAGCGATATGAACTTGCAAAAGAAACTGTTCAAGCTGATTTGACGAAATCATTTAACAAAGCCTTTAGTAAAAATGCAAATGCTTATGCAGACATGATTGCTAAATTTACTGCTTATTTGCAACAAGTTATTGGCGGTAACGTAAATCTTACAGATGGTAAGAATCCTATTTATGTTCAAGATGATGTTTACATTATTAATGTTGGGCATGATGGAGCTCGTTTGGCGAGACCTATTACATTTACTTTCAAAGACAAACGCATTTTCTTCGAAGAAAATAATCCCTTTTTCAAGGTTGACGTTTATTATTATGTTGATAACAGTCCTCAAGCTCAAGTTACCGTTTATTACGATGCAATTACTTTAGCATATATTGGGTACAAATCTAAACTAGGTACATATGAGCGAAAGACACAAAAAAATAATTATTTGACATTAATTCCATCTGTAAAGAAAATGTTGGAAACTATTGCTTATGAATCAAATTACGTAAATATTGAACAGGAAGCAAGTTCCACTCAGGGTCTTCCATCAGAACAAAAACCTGAGAAATTGTTTGAATCACTTGATAACACAATTATTGACCATCTACAAAAAATGAAATATGTTGCTGATAGATTTACTAACATTTTCAACAAAACGAAAAACATAGATGCTGAACCCGATAATGAAGCTGTTTCAGATGACATTAAATTATCTACCACTCAATCTATTGAGAAAATTGCAAATAAATACGGAAAACTTCTTGCTAATGTGCCATTCCATAATATATTTTCAGATTGGCAAGTTTTGAGAAATGGTTTCACTTATGAACCAGTTGACTGGGCATCAACAACAATTCTAACTTTGTTACAAGCATCAAATAAAATTAATGTTGAACAAATTAACTACTATGATATTGCATCAACCAAAATTATGTTCTATCTATTGGAATCTATGACCAAATTATTGGAAGATCAAACTAATCACACAAATAAAACAAATCTTGGTCAGTTCTACGTCGATGTTATTGTTTACATCTACAATATTTTCAACATTGACTCATACAAAAATGATATGGATATTAAAAGATTCCAATTCTTACTCAAAGGTTCAAATGTGATGGTTGATCTCTTACGTCAGGGTCAAGGTTTGACTAAAGTCACCGAACAAGAAGAGGAAAATATCACCAACACAGAAGATGTTGAAGATATTGGTGATTTGGAAATAACCAACTTAACCGAAGAGGAACAAGAAGAAATAGAAAACCTCAAAGAAGAAGCCGAAGCATTGGATATCGATCACGATTACTACATGGAAGAAGATGAAGATTATGGTGGAGGTGGTGAATACGAAGATTAGGATTTTTGACAGATTTTATCTAATATGAAATATTAGGTAAAACGAATGGAAACTTGGGTGTATATAGTTCTAATTTTGGCAGTGATACTAATAGTTTTTTTGATAGCATATTTGATTGTAAAATCTAAATCCAAACCTAAGCCCATCGACACAGAACTTTTTACTACGGTTGATGAATTAGTAATAAATAAAGTGAATGACGGTCGAAGACCCTCGGAGGAAAAGTTCACGAGGAACTTTGACGATGACGGTCGAATGTCAATGAGACCCTCGAAGAAAGTTTTTTCAGCAATTCACGATGACGGTCGGAGACCCTCGAAGAAAGTTGTTTCAACAACTTACGATGACGGTCGAAGACCCTCAGAGAGAATTGTTTCAGCAATTCACGATGACTTTGGCGAATCATTGTTGAGTGATTGGAAACCCAAAAAGAAGCGAGCCGTTAAAAAAAAACACAGAAGCCACAAGGCAAAATCTATCGATAACATAATTGACGAATTTGTTGATCCAGATTACACATTTAATTTCCAAATTTTACCTGAAGTAACACGCAAATACAATCCAGATGCTGACCAAAAATATATTGATCATATTGCTGCCAATGTTAAAGAATGGAATCATGGTCTTCACGCAATCCAAATTTTACCTGAACAAATCAGGGAAACAAGCCAAGAGTTTTATATTAAAGCGCGCATCCATGTAAAAATTTATAAAATTGAGCACTTTGTGTGGGCTGAATATTATGGTAGAATGATAAAGGCTGATGATTATTTGGAAGGTGGTCAAGACGAATGTATTTTACAGCTCGTATCATTAAAACCCATGTCTAAGGAATCATTTTATTCAGGATTGAAACTTGATGAGAATCCTTTTATGTCAATGTCTGAACAGATTCATCATACGAAAGCGAGGCTAGATGACATACTTCTGCCAATGTAAATAATTTGTATGTGCATATAAAATATTGTCAAAAACTAATTACCAGATTCAAATGAATAATTCATCTTACGATTATGTTGCAATTCTCCTAACAGTTACGTTGATCGTTATATCAATTTTTGCAACTTTGGCATATAAACTGTTGGTTTTAGCATTGGAGTACTGGCGTCTCGATAAAGAGTTCAATATGAGAGAACTTACACATTACAATTTCACCAACATATCCAGACCATATCCTATCATTTCTTCGCAACCACATCCACCTACACATTTACAATCGCCAGATCTTGGAGTGAATTCTATTGCACAACTAAACCCAAGCACCGCACATGCGCACATTATCCACCTTGCAGAAACACCAGTTATTCCACAAATAATCGCACCAGTAGAAGATTCTGCCAGAACAGTTGAGTTTTCCAAACCTTCAATTCAAAATTTTAGACAAACATCTCTGACTGCTATGAATTTACCAGCAGCCGAAACAAAATGTGGTATTATCAATGCTGATGAAGCTAACATGGAGGTTGTTGATGTTTAAAATTTCGCTTATTTGCCAAATAATGTTTAGCAAATAAATGATAAAAATTGCAACAAAAATCAACTTGTAACCCACTTAAATAATATATGTTAGTTTGACCTTCGAGCATTGACCACCAATTTTACCACCTACTATAACATAAACGTAGTATGTGTGGAATCTTTTGTCTTGTTTGTCCGCAAGATCAGGACGTTAGCGAACTTATTCAACAAGCCTTATTGAAACTCAAATCCAGAGGACCAGATGCACAGACCTGTAAGTCATACAATGTAGCCAACAAGAGCATTTACATGGGTTTTACCAGACTGGCTATCATGGACACAACAGATGCTGGCATGCAACCTTTTGAAACAGATGGAATCGTTTCCATTACCAACGGTGAAATCTACAACCACGAAAAGCTTGCTGCACAGTGGGCGCTTGAAATGCAAACAAAGTGCGATTGTGAGATCATTTCCCCACTGTGTACTAAAGTTGGATTCCAAAAAATGATCTCAGATCAGCTAGATGGCGAGTTTGCAACTGTTGTACTGGATACTAAGACCAAATGTTTGTTTGCCGCCAGAGACAGATATGGTGTTAGGCCACTGTATATTGGTGTTGATGCTGAACGTCAGCGATTTGGCTTTGCATCTGAGTTGAAAGCATTGACACACATTTTTCCTTGGATTCGCCAAGTAAAACCATCTGATTATTACAAGATTAGCCTCGCAGATGACTTTGTAATTCCACAATCGTACACATACTTCGAGTACACTGACCTCTCAATTTTGGAACAAAAACTCAAGAAATCAACTGTAAGATCTACTCTAAGGAGTTTGTTGACATTAGCTGTCGAAAAGAGACTTCATGCAGACAGAGAAATTGGTTTTTTGCTTTCAGGAGGTTTGGATTCAAGTTTGATTGTGTCAATTGCAACAAAGATCATTGGTGCGGATAAAATTGTTTGTTTTTCAGTTGGAATGGAAGGCAGTCCTGACGTCGAAGCCGCCAAAGAAGTTGTCCGCTATCTTGGCATCAAGCACCATCACATAATTCCATTTACAACTGAAATTGGAATCAAAGCTCTGCCTGATGTCATTAAAACAATTGAAACTTACGATGTTACAACAATCAGAGCATCAACAGCCCAATATGTGATGGCCGAATACATTAGCAAAAACACCAACGTCAAAGTTATCCTATCAGGAGAAGGATCTGATGAGGCCGCTGGTTCCTACAGGTACTTCAGAGATGCACCTGGTCCCAACACCTTCCATTGGGAAAGTGTTAGACTGCTTGAAGAACTTTACAAATTTGACTGTCAGCGCACTGATAGAACAATGTCAGACTGGGGCTTGGAAGTCAGAGTTCCTTTCTTGGATTTCGCTTATGTCGACTGTATTACAAGAATCGATCCGGATCTCTTGATGTTCAAAGAAGGACAAATGGAAAAGCAAATTCTGCGTGATGCTTTCAAATCATATTTGCCAGATTCAATTTTGTACAGATCAAAGGAAGCATTTTCAGATGCTGTTTCAAGTGAGTCTGTGAACTGGGCTCAAACAATCAAACAATTAGCCGAAACAACAATCTCTGATTTGGAATTTGATGTTTGCACAAAATATTACACACATAATCCTCCAATTAGCAAAGAAGCACTTTACTACAGACGCATTTTTGATCACCATTACAAAGGTCACGATCAAGTGCTCGATGCATACTGGCTACCCAAATTCCAAAAGGTCCAAGTCACAGATCCTTCAGCGAGGGTTCTGCAATGTTATTAATGTGAAACATTAATAACATTGCATTATTTTCGATTTGCAAGCAAAGCGAAATTCTGCAATGCTATTAGTTGCATTATTTCCGATCTGCAAGCAAGGCGAAATTCTGCAATGCTATTAGCGCCGTGCATAATTTTTATCAATAAACATTGGTAAAAATTAAAAATACATTAACTGGATTGCAAGACTATTTGGTTTGAGTGCATATTTTAGTAAACCGTGTTTCTTGTGGTTGTCGGTCAAAATTAATCTTTTATAAACAACAGGCGAAACCATTTGGTAAATAAAATCATCTAATGTGAACATCTTATAAAGGTCGCGTGGGCGAATTATTGTTGCCAAATATGACAAGATTTTTCTGAACTTCCTACAAGATTTAACACGATCTTCAACTGAAAAGATATTATCATTTGCACGAACCAAATATCTTGCACAGAAAAAATATTTTGCTTTAATTTCGGCACAAATGACCATCGAATCAATATCGAAATAATCCAAATTTATCAAATACTTAACAGTGAACAGATGTTTATTCAAAGCAGCTGATTTTATGGATTTTGCATAATAGATATTGTCAATGGAATTTCCTGATCTAACTAAATAACGAACTATATTTAGTTTTCCACTTTTGGCAGCTGTTTTAAAAAGTTTATTGGCATTTCTTTTTTCTTGTGATATCCCTTCGAGTTCAAAAAAATATTTGAAAACCTTCGAATTTCCATATTGCGCGCTTTCTTTTAGCAACCGATGATAACTTTTTGCATCATATTCAGTGATAACTGTCCTCAACTGAAGTTTTGATAGTCTGACGACTGTGAATGTCATTAAATAATTAATTGTTTCCAAATTTGCTCTACCCGCAGCTGCTGTTAATGCTTTCTTTATTGTGTCTTGTTGTGATTCGATCCCTTCAGATACAATGTAGTTTTCAATTAGATATTTGACTACCTCGATGGTCCCCAAATTAGTCCAACATGATGCTGATATTAAAGCTTTTTTAATTGCATCTGGTTCCGGATCCACAATTTTGGTCTCGATCAAATATTTTATCATATCTGCTTGTCTGCAGAATGCGGCTGAATTTAATAAATCGTGCTTGTTGAATTTCAGATTATCAAATTCTTGCATGCAACCTAATTGCACTAAATATTTTACCATTTCCAAACAACCGTGTGAAACAATATTTTTTAATATATGTGCTCCTTTATGTTTTAATTCGCAACCCAAACTGATCAAATAGCGCATGATTTCCATATGTCCGTGTACAATAGCATTTTCAAGTGGATTATGTGGATTAAATATCGGTCGATTCCATTCACTTTTAAACATAGGTTCAGGAATTTTAAAGATCGTTGGATCAGATCCCAGATCTACTAAATAACGAACACCTTTAATGTTGCCACGGTAAATCATAGTAAACAAATAATCATTATCACAATGTTCAAAATCCAATCCCAAACCAACGAAATATTTGAAAATCGACAAATTGTCATTGTAACAGCTGATGCTCATCGCTCTGTGATATTTTTCCACAACATCACTGTCAGCCTTGTTTAAATCTTCGCCACATTCACTATTGATGATTTGTTTGATTTTATCAAGGTCACCCTTTTTTGTTGCGCTTAAAAGTTCACACATTTGAATGTACGTATAAATGTATTAATCCTTTCACATGATATCATTTGTGCAATTTTTAAAGTTATTCGCTAATAGTATTCATAAACACAAATGGGTGGATTTCTATCTAATCCTGTGGAAAATCTCCTGGAAGCAGCTGTGGATGGTAATCTCAAAAGATTAAAAAAATTTGCCAAAAAAGAACCCAGAAAAGTTTTGAACCTAGCTTTAAGGTTGGGAGCAAAAGAAGGTCAATTAGAAATTGTCCGTTACTTAGTCGAAATTGGATGTGATCCAAGAGATGCATATGATGAAGCTTTAGTTTGTAGTGCAAGTTATGGACATTTAGATGTTGTCCAATATTTAACGAGTTTAGGATGCAGTCCATCTAGCCAAAATTGGTTTCCCATGAACATAAGTATTTGTCATAATTACTTTAATATCGTCCACCATTTAATGATTTTAGAACACAATCCTAAATTATTAACAGACCATCTTGCTAAACACAAGAAAAAATATTATGGTACCAAAATGTACACATTTATTCTGTCGACGTTAACAAATAAAGATAAATATTCCTATCTGCACAAAAATCATCCAACTATTGTGCCACAACATACTGCACAACAAATAACTTTGGATAAAAATTTTCGCAGAGAATCCATGATGAAAATTGTATTAAGACCAAGAAGCTTAGCTGTACAGATGTATTTTATTTGATTTCGATCAAATAAAATGGATCTGCATTTGCAAGATGAGTTGCAAATACAGATGTATTTTGTTTAATTAAAAATTAAACAAAATGGATCTGCATTTACAGATAACTCGTAAATACAGATGTATTTTATTTAATTTTAATTAAATAAAATGGATCTACATCTACATGTTAACTTAAATAAAATAAACCATTTGCAAGTGCAAAGATTTAGGTTTAAGCACAAATTTTAAAACAGACTGGTTTCTAATTTTCTTTTGGATACGGTCTTTGCATATGATTATTGCAGCTCTTTGTGTTAGAGAATTAGTGGCCAGAGTATACATATATTTTTTGTCAGACAATTCCAACATAAAACGACAAATTTTATCAAGTTCGCGACATTTTAAAACATGCTTTTCGGTGATCAATGCAAAATTCGCTGAAAAAATTCTTTTCGCAGCGCGATTGTATTCGGCACCCATGCTTAGCAGAATATCATTTATGTATTCGTATTTAGGATTAATATCCATATCCTCAACATCAAAATCATCAAAATCGGCTAAAAAACGAACCGTTTCAAAATGTCCACTAAGTGCTGCTAATTCTAAAGCTTCACTTTCTGGAGGTCTGAAATCAAATCCTAGCTCCACCAAATAATAAATTATTGGTAAAAACCCATGTTCGGCTGCCATAGATGCAATATCGTCATCTGATGTATCCAAGATAGTAAAATTTTTTTCAACAATGTATCGCACAATGGCCAATTCGCCACTAAAAACAGCCCATCCTAACAATTTATCTCTGAAACCGATGTGAAAATTTAATCCAAAAAGATATTGGGCAACATCAATATGTCCGCGTGTAATGGCAGCTTTTAATATCCCCTTTTTGGTTCGCGATCGTAGATCTTTATCGCCGATTAAAAATTTTACAATTTCCAACTGACCTTTGAACGCAGCTTTTTCGACAAATATGTCTTCATATGTTTCATAACCAGATTCTATCAAATATTTTACTATGTGCAATTGTCCACCAAAAATTGCGCCAGTTATCACATGCCGCAAACCGTTAGTTCCTCTGGTTGGGATTTTCATATCAACAAAACATTTGACAACTTCTAAATTTCCATCTCTAGCAAACGACGCAAATATTTTGCAACACTCATCAGCCAAAGATGTACTTATTTGGTCAAACGTTCCACCACATTTATCTAAAATAAACGATTTAATTTTGTCAAGCTTGTTACGTCGAGCTAAATTTAAAATAGTGACTCGCAGCGAAGGCTCCTTAAATCCGATGCTCATTTTTATGGATAATGTTTGTCACAAATATTTTCGTTAACAAACAAATCTTTTGCAATTTTTTACAAAAAAATTGCAAAATAAAAGTTTCTATTGAATTTCACATTTAGAATACTCATTATCCCTTTGGGATCGAGTAATTCCTTAATGACTTCAATCAATTCGACTAGAATTGCGATCGTCGGACCATCTAATAAAAAGTTGTCCACCAAACAATTAGATTTTGTCGCGATGACAATAAAATCTTATGTAAGTAAACTTGAAATACCAACAAGAAAAATTATTTTGGTTTCAGGTGGTGGTGCTTGGATTGAACACGTCGCTGTTCAACTTTATTTAACAAATAAATTTGAAGGACTAGAGTTGTATCTACCATGCAGTTTTGATTTGGATGAGAAAAAATTTGATTCCAGCGCTGCTGGTCAGTTTTTAAATAAACAGCATAGTGTTTGTTCCAGAAAGACTGGCGTTGATGTCTTTGATCAACTACATCAAGTTGCATGTGATGATTATGTTGGTTTTGAAGTTTACATAGATAAGTCTGACAGATTAAGCCAAATTATTGCCAACACAGATCATTTGCTTGCATTTACATTTGGTGACGGCATTCAAAAAACAGAGGTAAAATCACCAGAGAAAGTTGTTCCAACAACTTGCGATGACGGTCAAAGACCCTCAGAGAAAAAATCGACTCCAGGAGATTTTTACGATGACGGTCGAATGTCAATGAGACCCTCGGAGAAAGTTGTTCCAACAACTTGCGATGACGGTCGAATGTCAATGAGACCCTCGGAGAAAGTTGTCGGAACAACTTTCTCTGACATACACGACCTGTGGACAAAAGCAAGCCATCTAACCAGAGTTTGTTTTAATTTGGCAACAGTTGAAACGACTTTGATTATTTACAAATTGCCCAGATCCAAAAATAAGCGAGCAAATAATGTCAGTACCTCTCAACACATGGCACCAATAAACAGACTGCGGACTATTTCTCTTTACAAAACTCTTGAGAACATGAATTGATCACATTTTACTTGTTGGGGTATTCCCGACAATCTAAATGCTGTCTCAACTTCGCTCGATCACATTTTATTGTCGGACACTGACAATCTAAATGCTGTGCCAGAGATTGCTAATATTCAGCAACAAGTACAAACCTGCCAGACCGAATATCACGTAGATAAATCGCTGGAACAGGTAATTATTGAACGTGTGTGCATTAACCCATCCAATTGGATCTCTTGAAAAAATGCCGATAATACCCCAACTCAATGCACTAACAATAACAATTACGATACATAGAATCATTAGAGCTTTTCTAGTTTTAGTATCCATTTGACTTTAGTATTAAGTATATCTTAGATTTCTTACTTTCACATTAATGTACTAGCAAGAAATAATGCATTTTTGGCGGCTATTTGCCCTGAAAATTCATTAAATGATCTTAAGGAATTCGTTTGATTGCGAAAATGTTATCAGTGCCAATTGATAGAATACCTCCAGAATTCTGAGTAACAGCAAAGAACAACCTGTCACCGGCGTTTAGATAAACTAGTTCTGACAAACTCAAATAAGTGACAGCAGTGGTTGTAGCATTTTTGCCATCTGCAGATACCAATGAAATCACATTGGTTGATTTAGCAATCTTGTACAGGTAGAACTGCCTGGATCCAACTGAATTAAGAGGGAAGTTAATATTCGCAGTTACAAGATACGTTCCAGCAACACCAATTGTAAACTGTCCAGTGGTAGTATCCAATGTAATGGTTCCTTCTGTTGTTGATGGAGGAGCTATAGCAGTGATAACAGTCACTGTACCAGCAGGAATTGTGGTCGAACCAGCTGGGATGGTGCTTGGTGGAGTAGTTCCATTAGGGACATTGGTGACAGCATTGGTGCTGGTGATAAATGTCTGAGGTGCTGTTGGAGGACATGGGAATGGAGGATACACTGGAGGTGGGCACGGAGGTTCAGGCCACACAACAGGTGGGCAATAAACGGGTGGCGGACAATAAACCGGAGGTTGTTGCCATTGATTGCATGGATTGCAATGATTTGTTTGGAATTGGCCTCTAAACGGAGAACCTCCTCCGGATCCAGAACAACAATTTGAATGATTACCACAACTCATTTGGATGACTAATTTTTGCCCATAAATTATATCCTACACAACCCTATACTTTACTTAAATTGATTCAAGTCTGTCGTTTCGACGGACTTGAAGCGGTTTAAATAAAGTGGAGGTTGTACTTACATTTTACTTAAATTGATTCAAGTCCGTCAAAACGACAGACTTGAAGCAGTTTAAATAAAGGGTTGAGTTGCATTTACTCAACCAATTCTTTACTTAAATTAAATCGAGTTTGTCGCTTTTGACAGACTCGATACAGTTTAAGAAAAATTGCGGTTGTTAATACCAATATGTTTACGTTTTGTTAGCATATTAGTTTACGTTGTAAAGATGTCATTTTTTGATTTGTCCCACGAAAGTAAGTTTGAAGAAATAAAGCATGGCATTGAAAATGGTATCATTAGTGTGGATGACTATGAAGTGCATGTCATTGCTGCAATTGATAACAACCATATGAAAATTGTTAAACATTTAATTAAATTAGGTTGCTACTCACCATCAATATATGAAAAATTTTTAGGGCGCGCTTATTTTAAATGCAGAAGCGAAATTTTCAATTATTTATTATCCGCTGCAACTAAACGCAAACGTCTTGCTCATATTCACGCTAAAATAATAACACTAGAAAAAATGCAAGAATCAGGAGATGCTCTCGTACGTTTTTATGCTGATGCTTGTCTATCTGCGTACAAACCAGTATATTTATCACTAGTTAGACCCAAAATAATTCCAGATAAAACTCTTGCGTTGAAATTAATTCTCAAACCCAAAAGTTTAGCGATCCAAATGGCATATTTTTAATTGGTAAATCTTAAATAGTTCAAGAAAAATTGCGGTTGTCAATACCAATATGTTTACGTTTTGTTAGCATATCAGTATTATATACTAAATCTATCACGATCACGATCGAGTCACTACGAGACCCCGAAAGAAATTCTAGTTCTGGAGGGATCGAGTTACTACGAGACCCCCTAAAGAAATTTTAGTTCTGAAGGGATCGAGTTACTACGAGACCCTCGGAGGAAAAGTTCACGAGGAACTTTGACGATGACGGTCAAAGACCCTCAGAGAGAATTGGTACAACAATTCACGATGACGTTCTATGATGCGGTGTCCAATGGAAATTGTGATCTGGTAAAGAAATATGTTGAAAGTGATTCGATTATTGTTTCAAATTTTCAAATGTACATTTCCATAGCTATCCTAAAAAACCATATTAAGGTTGTCGAATATTTAGTTAATTTGGATCAAAAATTGCCGTTGAATTTCGATAGTCTTTTAGAAGATGCTTACTCTAAAAAAAAGTACGCCATTTACAAGTGTTTGTTGTGCTCCCTCGCCAAACGTAAACGTCTTAATCAAATGTATCGTAAACTGATGAGCTTCGAAAAAATGAAACAACATGAAACAATAACGCAAGAAGGTGCATTTATAAGTTTTTATGGTGTTGCAAGTTTGATGGAATACAAACAAATATATTTGCCAATGTTGCGACCTAAAATATTTCCAAAGAAAACTCTCGCTTTGAAATTGGTTCTTAAACCAACGAGCTTACATATACAGTTTACGCATTTTTATTAGAAAAATATTTTCAAATAAAAATTGCAGAATTAAACAGCTTGAAGATCCTGTATAAAGATCTGATAGTATTCGCACTTTTACGAACTCCCACATAAATCCAGATCTGTACCTATCTCAAAGATGGCTACTACTATCGTTTCCAAATCTGTCACTATTACACGCTACTCACCTTACCGAACTGAACTCGCTCCGTATGCCGTTGATGCCATTGCAGACCTCGCTGAGTCTTGGTACAAAGCTCCCGCAGAAGGAGAACTCGGTGTCCGCCTAAGCCATTCCTATTGGTTGGAGATTGCTGCCCAACTCAAAGCCTACCAGATCAGTTGCAAAGGTTCAAAAATCGTTTGCCCTTGGGAGTGCAAGGTGTCCGTCGACCTTCCTGAAACCCATCGTGAACCAGAAGATCCGGTTTTGCATGCTGACATTCAAAAACGATTTGAAACAGATGATTCATCATCTGTTTTCAAACCGGTCACCATTTCCCCCAAGGCTTGGGCTCAGGCCGTCGTCTTCCTTGACTGGACTTATGACACTTATGGTTCAGAACATGATTGCGGTTCGCAACCTTTCATCGAGAGCACTTTGGCCTCCTACGCCACGCACCCTGTTCGAGATGGCGACACAATTGAAGCCATGATGCAAGAGCTCGAAGCAATTTCCTCTGAATGCTTGTACCGCGTCTTTGACTTACAAGTTCTGTGCTGGTACGGTATCAGGCTCGATTGCCATCTTCCGATTGCACGCCGCCTCCGAGAGCACGTCAAACGCCATAAATACTCTATGGCAGGCACTGGTCCCAGCCCACAAGGTCTTCGTGCCATCCTTGAAAGTGACCAAGAAAAACTCAAGGCTTTCTTCCAAGAGAGCGCACCCCGCGTGCATTGAAAAAATTGCAATCGCCAACATTAATATGCTTACATTTAGTTAACATATTATTGTCGAACTTTCAATGAATTCATTTTATGGTGCTGTACACAAAGGCAATTTTGCCAGGGTTAAGCAATACATCGAACATGGTTTTAAACCCAATTTGGATAATGTTACTTACATACTCACTGCCGTTGTTAATGGATATATGAATATTGTGCGTTACCTAATTAATTTAGGCTATGATCCTGCATCACATGATTCCCAATCATTAGGATGGGCTTATTCAGAAAAACTCTATGATATGCACAAATATTTGTTGATGAGCATCACTAAAAGACAACGTTTAACTTACATTTCGGATATATTAAAACGTGACCCACTTTATGACTTATTAGTGGCTAATAATATGTATGATGATTCTTCTCAAAAAGATTACGCAAAACAATATTTACCAATGTTGCATGTTACAATTATTTTGAACAAAAATTGTGCTAAAAATAAGCCACTAAAATTCACTCTCAAACCAAAAAGTTTAGCAATACAATTCGCATATTTTGATTAGTAAATAAAGTTTTTTAACCAAAATAAAAATTGCATAAACGATACTCTTTTGTTGCAGTATTAGGCAAAATAATTATTTTGTTTATCGAAATGGATATTGGCTTTTATAACGCAATCCGGCAAAATAAAATTGGTTTAGTCCAAAAATATATTGCTGAAGGTCATAATCCAAGAGTAAATGATGATGAACCATTATTGTTGGCTACACAAACAGGTGATTGGCAAATGGTCAAGTATTTTATAAGCTTAGGTTGCGATCCGTGTAGTAGAGATCATAATTGTTTGGTTTATTCTGCGTATTATGGATATTTGAGTATGTTAAGGTACATTGTTAACTTAGGTTGTGATGTTAACGTTCGCAATAATTTGGCATTGAAATGGGCTGTTCAACGTGATCAATGGCATATTGTTAAATTTTTAGTCGAAAGTGGATGCGATATTCGTGATCGATATAATGAATTTATGCACACTACTTACAATAAAGGTTATTCAGAATGCTTATTCTTTTTCAAATTTGTTTCCAGACGTGATCAATATCATTTTGCGAATGAAACGTATCCTTTAATTTTCTACCACCATAGAATAATGCGTGGCAGTTTGTATTATGTTTGTATAAAACAAATTCGATCACAAATTACCACATCAAAAAACGTGCGCAAACACAATAATTTAAAATTCATTCTGAAACCAAAATCTTTGAAAATGCAGTTTATGTATTTTGATTAGCAAAATAAGTTTGTTAATCAAAAAAAATTGCGAAAATATTTGGATATCGATGTAACAAAATATTTATATGGTATCCAACAGAAAAGATGCGCAGTCTATTAGAAGCAATCCGACGAAATGATTTAGAATCAGTTAAAGATCACATCAGAGAAGGTTTTGATCCAACAGCCAATAAAAATGAAGCAATTAAATGGGCAGCCTCAAGTGGACATTTGCGTATCGTTAAATATCTTGTTGAATTGGGCTGTAATCCGCAAACTGATTACAATTATTGTTTGCAATATTCTGCGTATTACGGATATTTGGATATTGTCCAATATTTAAAAGACATTGGATGTGATTCGGGAAACGAAAATTATTGGGCATTAAGATATGCTATTTATCATAAACGAGATATTGTTGCGAAATACTTAATTGAATCTGGATACAACAGTCCAAAACTTCTTTTTGAAATGTTATTAAAATGCGATGATTGCCAAGCATTTGAAATCAGAACTTACATCTTATTTTTACTTGGTAAGAAAATCATGTGCAAATTTTTGCAACAAAGTTTCAACCCCGAAGTTCATTTTTATTCTGGATTACGGATTTCAAAATCGACCAGAAAAATGAATCTATTAAAATCAATTTTGAAACCAAATTCACTCCATATCCAAATGACATATTTTGATTAGTGTAAAAAATATACATTAATCAAATTTTATTCTGCACAGATCGCAATACTGATAGATTGCTCTTCAAAGAAATTTTTTGATAAATCTTGTAATTGTTGTTTGGTGTTCACATTCGAAATTTCCAAAACTTTTGTTTCGGCTAAAGTATGAAGGTCCACGTTCTCACCGGCGTCAACAAGAAGCCTAACCATATCTGTTAGATAGTATTCATTTTGTGCATTTTTGTTTGTAATTTGCGGAATGATTTCTTGTAAAACATCACATCTGCATACATAAATACCACAATTCACAAGAGAAACTAACTTTTGTTTTGGGTCGCAATCCTTTTCCTCAACGATGGCAGTAAATTTGCTTGTTTGTGAATCTTGAATAATTCTGCCATTACCATTCGGATCCTTGAGATTAATTGCAGTAATCATCATTTTAGAATTTGATGCGATAAATGAATTGTAAATTGTCAAAATTGTTTCCGCTGCTAGTAGAGGTACATCACCATTCAAAATAATATTAGCACTGCAATCTGAAGGCAAATATGGCAGTGTGCACTTTACAGCATGACCTGTTCCCAAAGGCGTTGGTTGGTCAACATATACAATTGATGAATCTCTAACATAATTTTCCACTTCGGATTGGATCTGATCTTTAAATTTTCCCGTAACAATTAAAATTTTAGCAGGTTTCACTTTCAAAACTTCCAGCAACAATCTAACAACCATTGGAATGCCGCCAACCTTATGCAGTACTTTAGGTAGGTCACTTTGCATGCGCTTTCCTAAACCACCAGCTAGAATAGTTACATTAAGTGACATTGTAGAGCCAATAACCGGTAGATCTTTAGAAGGCAATTTAGTATGTGGCATTAGGTTCATACACTACGGATGTAGATGCGGAATAGATTTTGCTTATAAATCAATGAGAAAATATTTTCAAACGCACGAAATTGGAAAGATTTAAGTTTTGGCTCCGAGAAAGTTAATTTACTTTATTAATTGTTGATAAAGTAAATTTTTTGAGTTTAGAGGATGCTTATCTTACTGGCGTTTGCTAGTTAGGCTCACGCCTTCCGGCAAATTCCCTCTGGTAAGATCTGATGATCTTATCTTACTAGTGTTCGTCGATTCGTCCACGAATCGACTAAGGCCAGAAGATAAGTGTTAACACTTATCTTACTGGTGTTCCGGAGCCAATATTAATAATCTGATCTTGTTGAATGTTTCCCAATTCACCAGTGGTATTTGGATTTCTTGCAGCAGTGAAGTAAACTTGATCATTGTTATCACCGTAGTATGGAGCTAAACCCCATAGGCCAGTAATGTCGATTGGTTGTCCACTTGGATTGAAAACAGGGCCAATGTAACCACCAGTACAGTCAAAAGCGTTAATACGACCATCACCATGATTTCCAATCCAGAAACTTCCATCAGGGAAACCGCAAACACAAGGAGCTGGAATCATAGCCCAAGGTGCATTTAGTGCACCACCGCTGGTAAAACGCCTAACAAAGCTGCCATCAAGTCTGAATACACTAACAAAACCAGTATGCGGTCCATCGTCATTTGTCAATGGCATTTGGACATCAACCGGAGCCCACAAGACATACAACAAACCTTGAATGAAAACGATGTTGAATGGACCGTAGTTATCAGGAATTGGGTTGCTGGAATCGTTGTCGACAAATTTGAAAAGAGATCCACCAGATAATCTCCTGTATTTGGAATCATAAACTTCAATCTTCTTTCCAAAGAAATCAGCCAAATACATATTATTATTTGCGACTGCAATACCCGTGTAAACAGTAATCACTCCAGTCAACTGCTCATTAATAACAATGTAGGAAGTATCTCGACTAACAACATCATTGAAAGCATGTACTGTACCATGCTGAGTTGCAACCAAGAAAAGAGATGATTGAATTGATGTGCCATTTTGCACAGGGAACCCTGGACCACAATTAACTGCAATACCACTTGGGTAGCTGGAATTCTGAGCAGGATCTCTAATTGAAACAACTTGGTCTGCCAACTTATTGCCATAAATATCATAACTTGTGATTGTATCAGTTCCACCATTGGCGACCCAAATTTGGTTTTTGTAAATAACAATACCCCACGGATTTACCAACAATTCATCTTGAACAATTGCTGCAAAATCTTGCACATTAGACACCAAATAGTTAACTTTGAAAGTCGAGACAAATACTGTTGGGGCCCCTGGTGCGATCAACGGTCTGGTTGCGCAAGTATTAATCAAACCAGGATCAGCAAAAGATTTCAGTGGCATTGGATTAATAAAATGTCTTGGTTGAGGTCTAAGGTAACCATATCTGGGGTCATTTGCGCAAGGGTTTGAACTTTGACCTGTGATAAAATTGTTATACTGATTTTCCAGTGCAGGATTCATACCAGGACCATATGCGCTTTCTTGTCCAAAAGCACCAGCAAACGGTCTACCATATGGGTTAGGGAATGCTCCTGAACCATAAATATTTGGATTGAATGGTCTTGACATTTTTAATATAGGCAATATAATACATGTTCATAAAAAAATCTATAACCGCTGTATGACGATTGATCTACAACCTTAAATACGATTTTTTTGATAGTTACTTATAGGATGTCTTTCGGTCGTTTTGGTAGAAGTAGATATGCCGGTGGTTCCGGAGGAAGCTACCGTAATAGCAATTTTGATGATAGAGAAAATTATCACAAAGATAGAGTCGTAAAGAAAGAACTTGTTTACAAGGAGCACATAGGTAATTCCAAAGACCATCGTCGCAATCAATGTGCGAATAATTGGCGCAGTGGCTGGGATTCTTACAGAGCCTGCTGTGATATTTTCCCAGGACCATGCAGTTGTTGGAATAGACCTTGTTGCGATATTTTCCCCAATAATTGTGGTTGTCGCTTCAGACCAAATTGGTATCCATCAGGTGTCTGGTCAGGTGGATGTTCATGCGTAGGTTCTTGTACTTGCGGATTTGGTGGAAGAGTGGGCTTGTGTAATGTTTGTGGTTTCAGTCCATGCAGATGTTCCTTTGGATCCGGAGGATGTGGCCCTTGTGGTCCAAGATTGGGCTTATGTAATATTTGCGGATTTGATCCTTGCAGATGTTCCTTCGGAGGCGGGTGGTCAAGAGGATGCGGCCCTAGCAGATGTTCGTGTGTTGGTACATGCAGATGTGGATTTGGAAGATTGAGTTTATGCTCGACATGCGGATTTGATCCCTGTAGGTGTTCCGGTGGATGGAGAGGTAATTGTTCGTGTGGATTCAATCCTTGCAGATGTTCTGGTGGATGGAATGGTGGATGTGCATGCACAACATGCGGATTTAACCCTTGCAGATGTTCCTTCGGAGGTGGATGTGGTTCAAGAACGACAATTTGTGTTACATGTGGATTTAATCCGTGCAGATGTGGTCCAAATGTAAGAGTAACTATTTGCACCACTTGTGGATTCAATCCATGCAGATGTTCTGGTGGAGGTAGATGGAATGGTGGATGTGGTTCTGGATGTGGTTCTGGAGGATGTTGTTCTCGAACAACAATTTGTGTTACTTGCGGATTTAATCCTTGTAGATGTGGCCCTAATGTAAGAGTAACCATTTGCACTACCTGCGGGTTTAATCCATGCAGGTGTTCTGGCAGATGGGCTCCACCAGGCGTGTGCTATGATAGATGCAGGTGTTCTGGACCCTGTACTTGTGGTTTTGGAAGAGGTGGAACTGTAATTAATGTGTTCCCCGATAATTGCATACCTGATAAGTGCTGTTCCGAAAGGACTTGCAAACCAAGGTGTGAGACTCGATGTGACCCATGCAAACCCAAACGTGATTGTTGCGACGACTGCAGATCTGGTAAAGATAACTGCTGTTCTGACAGAAAAATCGAGGTCTGTCGTGAACCATGCGAAATTAAAATTTGCCGCGATCCATGCAAAGACAGATGTTGCAAACCTAAAAAGGATAAATGTTGCAAACCCAAAGATGACTGCTGTGATCCATGCAAACCATGTGATCCCTGTGAGTATACATTAGACGTTGACTGCAGCTGCGGTATTTGTAACAAGTGTTAACTCTCGGATAAAGTTGCTTCATTGAAGTATATTAAAAATTTTATTATTATCAATAACAAAATTTTACTTATCCGATGTTTAACGGAAATTCCACGGGGCATAACCATAAGGATAGGATGGGACTCCATTGCAATTACCTCCAGGGCAACTTGATCCAAAAGAATAGGTGTATGGAGAAAAGTATCCATCACAAGGTTGAGGCATTACATAATAATCAACTGGATTTCCCAAATAATTGTTAAATACATTAGGCAGAGCTCCAGCAGCAGCTACAGTATTTCCAGGAACAGCGGCTCTGTTAAAAGCTGGTAGATTTCCTGGCACACCATTATTTACAAATGATGTTGATGCAGCTCTATTAAGAGCTAAACCAGTTGTAACAGGTAGATATTGAACTGCACTTGGAATTCTGGTCAATTGCGGAGGTGCGGCAGTATACGAACCTGTTGGGAAAACACACGGACGACAAGACATTTTGAAGATCTATACAGTTAACTAATAAATTTGAGCAAGTCGTGCATATAACTTCTGATGGAAAAATATAACACAACAAATGTCGTTCTTAAATGAATCTGATATTGAAGCGCGACTAAATTCAATTAGAGATCGCTTCAATTTTGGTAGCACAAATCAAAGTCATAATTTTGGTGGATCTTATGGACAACATGATGAACCTCGCCATACTAACTTTTTTGATAACACTTGGAAACCAAAATTTAATTATAGACATGGAGAAAATTCTGATTCGGAAGATGATTCTGACACCGAATCCAATGCCAAATCCAAAACTAGAGGGTATACTTCAACTTACACCTGGTCACAAATGAATGGTGGAAAACCAACAGTTAACCGCACTTTCAAAAAGCATGGACCTGCTAAAAAATCTACTAGCAAATCCTCAGCTAAACCCACAACTAAACCTACTCCTACAAAAACATCAGGTAAAAAGCCTTCCACAACAAGAGAACGCACCCATCCTCAATTCAAAGCTGAATCTTACGCTAGACCATCTACTTCTTCAACTGGAAAGAAAGCAAAGTCCACTAGTAATGCATCTGATCTGGATTCTAGACTGAAAGCATTAAAACAGAAGATCGCTGATTTGAGAAATCGTCAATATTAGCTGAAAATTAATATTTAATTTGCAAATTAAATATTAAATATTAATCCTGGTGGATTTTAATTTCAGGAAATGTTTTACAGAAACATTGACGGAGCTTCTCTGTTACTTTGCTATGTGATAAATAAATATGTTTTAATCCTGGAGGCAAATTTAGCAAGCAACTGATACCATCATATATTTCCAGACCGTATTGACTAATACAAGTATCAATTTTGAAATCCTTTGCGCTAAAATTATACGAAGCTGCTAATGAAGTGATACTTTGTGGTAGATTTGTCCAAAGAGATTTATCAATTGGAGCATTGTTGAAAAATTTCAGCGTAAGCAATTTTGGTGGAAAAGTGACATTACTTGTATTAACTTTTGCAATGATATGCAAATAATCCAAATGTTGTGGCAAACCATTTAGATTTTCAAAACGAAGATTTCCCAGACAATTTAGAAACAAATGTTTAAGATTTGCAGGAAATTCTGATAAAAAATTTGTTTTGCTTCGAATATTAATCTTGATCCTTAAGCTGGTTAACGTTCTGGGCAAAATGCAGATGCAATTTTCAGTTAATCCGGCCATCTTATCGATATGAAGGCGGGTTAGATTTTCGGAAAATGCTACTAAAGTATCCGAAATTTTGGAGTTAGCAAATGGCATGTTCAACGAAATTAGATGTTTGGGAATATTTTCAAAATCAACATTTCCATAACGTTTGGAACTTTCAAAAACACTCAGATGTGCTGGAAAATAACTCCAGATTAAATCTGAGTTGAAACTGTACATATCATTGATTGCTACAAACATAATATTCGGAAACATTTCACGAACGCAACACGTGATATCAGGAAAATCAATTGATAACAATGTGTTAGGTAAACATAATAATATATGTTCAATATCGTCTGGCATCATGTGTCGAGCAATGGCATCCACTCTTAAATTGAACTGTGTCAGAGTTTTTGGGAATGCAATTTCGTGCAAAAAATTTATTTTGAATTTTTTACAAGTTGGTTCACAAATACTAAGTTTTGTCAAACTTTTTGGATAAACAGAAGTTTGCTTTAAAATATCAATCATGTCTAATGGAATCGCGAGTTGCATTAACTGCGTACAATTTGGATACAATAATGTTGTTCTCGGTGTAAAATTAAGAACTAATTGTTTGCATCTAAAAATTTTTGCTTGTAAAAGCTTATTACCTGTTGCGTGCAATGACAACAATGGGTCATGATGAAAATATCCATAGCCATTGAAAAATTCATTACTTCGATAAAAAGATTCGGATTCAATTTTGTTACGGATGGACCTAATTTTTAGAATTGAAGTTGTAACTTGAATGGTTAAATATGTTACAAGTTCATCAAAAATATCTTGTGCTAGATTCGCGAATCTAGACATTTTATCAAAGATATTAATTTAATCCATATATGCAAATCAGAACAATTGTTGTTTCAATTTTTATTAATGAAGCTTGTCTTCATAAATAAAAAGGATAATTTGATAAAAATTTCTTTTTGTCGAATTTCAATTTTTATTAATGAAGCTTGTCTTCATAAATAAAAAGGATAATTCAATTCAAAATTTCAATTCCAGGAAACGCTTCGGTAAAACATTTGCGAAGTTTTTCATTAAGTTTGCAATGTGACAAGTTAATATATCTTAATTTTTTGGGCAGACCTAACAAACACCAAACATCGCTGTATTTTTTACAGTATTTTTTGTGGCGCACATGTTCATAATTTTGTCCAATAACAAAATCTCGTGGTGTAAACTGGTATGTGGATGAAAGACGTGTTAGGCTTGGTGGAACATTGTCCCATACTGATTTTTTCATTGAATCATTCGAAAAGAATGTTAATGTTGTCAATTTGGGCGGAAATACAATAATGTTGTTGATCTCTTTCACGTAAAGATACAGTGAAGTCAATGTTTGTGGTAAATTATCTGAATTTGACAAATATAGTTTACCCTGACAATTCAAATGCAAATGGATAAGATGTGGAGGTAACTTATTGAAAAATGAGATCCTATTTTGGACACAAATTTTGATCTCCAAGCTTGTCAGAGATCTTGGTAGGAAGCTAACACAGTTCTCAGTTAATCCAACAATTTTTGCAATATGTAGTTTAGTCAGATTCGCTGGTAATTCTGATATTTGGTTATCTGAAATTTTGTTATAAGCGACAGGTAATTTTAATTCAGTCAGATATTTAGGTATGTTATCAAAATCAACTGAATCATACCATGCAGTACTTTCAAAGGACATAATATTTTCTGGTAAGAAAAACCAATCCAGATCAAATGTCATTGTCGTGTGATATTTTCTGTTAAAAATTAAATGTGTAAGTTCAGGGAATCTCATTCGGATACTGTTTTCAATCCCAGGAAAATCTAAAAACAACAATGTCTTAGGTAAACTGTCTAAAATTTTTAAAAGAGCAGTGAAACTAATAAATATGTTGCACATCCAATTCTTGGAATTAAAACTAAAGTGCGTAAGAGATTCAGGAAATGCACAGTCAATATCACTATCAAGTTTGTTGCAAACGTAATTTGTTGATGGATCTGTAATATCAAGTCGAGTTAAACTATGTGGTAAAGCGTGTTGTATTTGCAAAAACATATCAAATGCGATCGTTAATTTTTTTAGGTGCGCACAAAGTGGCAATAACAATGTCATTCTCGATTTTGTTACATCAAGAACAAGTTGTTTGCATCTAAAAAGTTTTGCATGTAGCAGTTTATTACCTGTTGCATGCAATGATAATAATGGATCACGATAGACCATACTGTATGGCGGATTATATGAATAACCACCCTTGACTTCATGATAAAATGATTCACTGCAAATCTGATTCGATTTCTTAATCGAACTTAAGTGTGAAGTCCACACAGATCCACTGCAAATAACATCCAAATAGGATGATAATTCATCGAAAATTTCTGGTGGTAAATCTAAAAGCTTAGACATGGCTTTAGGAGATTGGTTAAACTAATTGTTACGTGAAGATTTGAGGATGAGATGGGGTTCAATTTTTATTTTAGTGAATTCATAATAACGAAATTTCAATTTTTATTTTGATGAATTCATTCATTGAAATAAACAATTTTTATTAATTTTGATCTTTGATACCGAGTTTCTTTTTTAATTCAGTTGATGCTGTCGAATAGTAGTGTTGAACTAAAGTTTTAAAATCGGCCCTCAAATCCACGTCATCATCAATAACATTATCAATTAGCCATTCCATTTTTTTGAGTTCCACTTCATAGTCGCGATATATAAATCCTATTACAAAGTGCTTACAAAATGGTTTAAGATCGCAACCATTATTTTTCAGCAATTCCATGAATTTTATGTCTGCATAAATCAACAAATTTCTTTCACATTTATCACTTTCACAATATGCAGATAAATCAAACCCATTGTCCAAAAAATATTCAACAATCAGAGATGAATAAGTGTTAATACTTAATTGAATGATCTCCAGCGGAATTGAATTAACGTCAAACATTTTAATTATGTCTAGCAGCACATTTTCATCAATCGGAATATTAAACTTATTCTTATTGCGACCAAAAAACAAATGACGCAAAATAGCATTTTGATCAAAAAATTCGGCGTCCATAAATTTTGTAATGATTTTGCTGAAAAATATTATAGATGGTCCTGTCAAACATGTGTCCAAAATATCTATCGACATAAAAAATTTGTGCCCGTATACATTGAAAACTGTATCAATATCCTCTAATATAGTTTGCGTTCTGTATCGCATAATTTGTTGCATCAATGCAAATTCTGATGAGATAAATGAAATACAAATATCTGATTTTGAAACTAAATCTTCAAGTTGTGCTGCGGAATCTTCTTCATCATCCGCAGACGATTCCGCATAATTTTTAAAAATATCTGCACCGGCTAAATCTAGTACTTCTGCAAGATTGCAGCTAGGATTACGAACAGCAAAACTCAGATCAGCGACTGTTAACACACCACCTGCATTTACAAAATCGCTTATCACTGCCATGTGATTCCAAATTTCAATAGAGGCCAAATTTAACATCCGCAAATCCAACCCCATGGATATCGCTTCACATATTGTTTCTGGTTTGCTACATCTGATAACATATTTGAATTCTGGAGATAATGATTGTGTCATTTTGTCCTAAATCAAAACTAAACCATAAATATTTAAGGTGCATGTTCGATGCAATTTTATTTTGCGTATTTAAAAGATATGCAAAATAATCTTTTAACGTCGTCATAGTGTGATGGATAAAGTAAGCACATACTTGTACAAAAGCGTATGTACCATTTTGGATTACGAAGCCAAAATAGCGGATTCTTTAGCAAAAATTAATTTGATGTCCTATTTCAATCCAGCTCTTGTTGGAACAGCGGTTTGCATTTTTGCAGCAGCAATATCATTCAATACAAAATACGAAAATAATAGGCTACATCAAATTTACGAATCGCAAGTTCGACCAAATATACACACTAATTATTTGGAACAACAACGACAACGTAAACGTCGTCGCATGCGCGAACTTTTAGATTATTAATTTACTTGTTTGATTTTACATCTGTGTTTAAAAAGAATACAACATAATATTTTAATAAAATGGATACAATCAGCACATACTTTTACAAAAGTATTTGTAAAATTTTAGACTGCAAAAGCAAAATGGCAAGTCTTGCAACAGATTATGTCAATCCAGCATTAGTCGGCGTTGTTGCGTGTATTATTACGGCTGGTATTTCTAATAAGACACCATCACAAGTACATCCAAATGATATACGTAAGATGCATAATCAATATGGACCACCTGCATTTTTTTGAGCAAAATGAGCACAATCGTTGTTTAAATTTATTTGTTTCAAAAACAAATAAATTTTAAGCACAATCATTGTTGGATTTTTTGGAACAAAAAATTCCAAGACCGATTGCTTAAACACAATCGTTATACCCACCCAAAGTTCTGATCAAATAAGGAATGTTCTTTGCCCAAGGATAGGCACAAGGGTTAACATATGGAGGCAAAGGATTTGGGCGAGGTGGGGGAGGACCACATACACTGGGCTCTCTACTGACCCAAATTTTTTGGAAACCATCACAGCTGTTAGCACTTGGGACGCACAATTCAATGTTTTCGCCACAACGACTGCAGCCACAGCCACGTTCACGACCACAGCATCCAGGTTCGGGTCCACAAACATCAATACCAACATATCCATCGGGGCCAAAAATACAAGGATTAATGCCACATACACAAGGTCCTTGGCATCCACATCTTCGGCCACCACCCCATGATCCTCCCCATCCACCTGATCCACACCCTCCAGTTCGACATCCACTAGAGCCACAGCATCCATCATGACCGCCGGACCATCCACCTCGACCTCTGCAGCAAGATAAAGTTTCACAGCAAGCAGTTTGTGGTCCGGAGTTGCAACTATTGCAGCGACCATTTCCAGAACCACCGCCGATTGGCTTACCCCAACCTTCTTGACAAGGTCCACAGCAAGGATTAATGCATGGATTATAAGGATCAACTACTCTGGATCCACAACAGTTTCGCTCAAAGCAAGGTTTATCAATAGCATTAGATCCAGCCCAGCACGCCTCAGGATTCCATGGCGAGCATTGTCCACAAGGACCACAAACGCCACAAGGCAGAGGACCATATCTTCCTCCAGGAGCCCATGGATTACAGCTGACACATGGATCTGCCCAATTTGGAGTTTGTGACAGTTTATTGGCAATAAACCGTCTATCTAATACATCGTACATAGAACTCATCTTCTGGCTATACCAACTCTGAACATTATTTATAATGTTCAGAGTTGATTTGCTATCCGTGGCAATTTGATAAATGTCAAACCAATTCAAGATATTTTAATTAATCCATATTTATCTCCCAAATAATAGGAGCAGGTATCAATCCATTATTTTTGTTAAAATCGGCACAATCATAACATTTTTCCATGGTTTCAATAAATGCTCGGATGATCTTATCAGCAGTTTTAATGATATCCGTTTGATGTGGTCCTGTGTATTTGTAAAGTTTCTCAAATAAACTAGCATCCATTTTTGATGCCAGTAAACATTGGCCTCCATAATCATTCATAGAATTTAATTTATCCAACGCATAGATCGGATGTTTATTGTGTGCTTCTTTTGCGCTTGAAATTTTTTCTTTTAAACTAGTTCTTATGCAACATGTTTCTCTATTTTTGCTGATCCGTTTGTTCATATTATCAATCATTTTATTAAAAATTTCAACATATTTTTTAACAAGTGCAGAAATCATATCAAATGGAATCATCTCCAAAGTCAAGTTTAACATTTGTAAAATCATACTTAAAGCATCAGCATCGACAAATTCCAAAATACTATACAAATATTCTTCGTCAATTACGCAACCAAATTTTATCATTAACAAAATTGTATCTGAACTAATATTGTGACAAATTTCTTGTTTGGATGCAGCCTTGAGTACAAATTTTTTAAAATGATCTGGATATTTAGTTATTGGACTTATTGAATTAACTAATTCCAAACCAAATTTTTCACAACGGGTTGAAATAATTGCTTCGAAAATTTGCACGATAACTTCATCAGTGAGTTCAGAAAAATCAATGAATTTTAAAAACTGAACCAGATTTGAATTTCGATGTGCATAATTGTAAATCATCGCTGGTAAAAAATGAACATCATCATAACAATCCCAAATAGGTTTGCTGACAGTAATTGTTCTTGTTGGATTATAATTTTCTAGTAAAAATTCAGCGATCTTTAAATTTGCCCAGTCAATTGTTCTTATGAAGCATGCGTTAATAAATTCATCCGTTGTTTCTGCTAAGGAAAACAATTCTAAAAAGAACTCATTAATTTCATCCCTAGTGTATTCTTGAATGACATGATAATCTGCCAAATGATAAAGGTCCAATAGATACATAATATCTTCATTTTTGACCTCATATCCACATTTTACCATATGTTTGTAAACATAAAGATTGTCAATATATTTGAATCTTAACGCAGTAATATCTAATTGAGGATAAGCTTCGATAAAAAGTTTTCCATATTTTTTCAGATTGAAATTAATATGTTTAATTTTGTAATCGTTGCGATCGCCTGCGATATTAATTGAATCGTATACATCAATTAAGTATCTAATGCGACTTGAATCTTGGGACAGAATTGATGATGTTAAACAACATGACCATATATTTTTACAATCAAAATTTCCTGCAGAAAATTCGTCAAAAATCTTTTGCACAAGATGATAAATCTTATCTGGAAAAGTTACACATAATTTTTGTTGATGCCAAAGAATAAGAAAATTAGTAAATGTTTGAACTTTACGTGTCAATAAATCAATCACTGTTGGTTGTTCATTTGTCATCCACTCATAAAATGTATCATAACAATTTAATGCAACATACGCACAAATTGCTTCAAAATAATGCACAAATGCATTATTGTATTTATTACAATATTCGGATAGTTCTTCAACAGTTTCACCATCAAAAGTGAATCTCAATGCATCTGTTTTTACGAGATATTGTGAATAATATCTACTGCATAGATCTTCGATTAATAGTCCTTGTTTTAATGTTTGTTTGAGATTTTCTGGTAGCAGAGTCATTTCTGTAATCAAAATAATGCACTTTGAAACAAAATTGTCTTGTTCTGAAGAATCGATAATCTAAAAATTGTGTGTAAAGTTTTTACATTCAATTTTTATCATTTTCTTCCCAAATAATTGGTTTGGGAACCCTGCCATCATTTTTATTAATAATTTTATGATCGTAACATTTTTTAACCACGGTAAAAAATTTATCTATTGTTTTGCTGACTTGTTCGATAATATCTGTTTGGTCCTGTTGGAGAGCATTAAATTTTTCAAACAGCCCATGATTTATTTTGGTGGTTAAATAGAGGTAACTGTAATCGTTTATTTTAGCTATCTCTGTAATTATTACCAATGGATTTTTGTGTTCACGGTAAATTAATTCAATGTTAGATTTGAATTCGGATAAAATGTATTGCTGTTGTTTGTATTCGAGTATTTGTGCTTCTATTTTTCTAATTCTTCCTCGGTAGAATTCCAAATGAGAATCAATGATATTTGAAATCAAGTTTGCAGGAATATCTTCCAAAGTGAGGTTCAAATTAGATAGAATCAGATCTAATGCTTTTGAATCTAAATGCAAAAATATTTTATGTAAATATTCTTCATCGATTGTGCAACCAAATTTGTATGCAAATGAAATTAATTCTCGAGAAACAATAAACATATTTTCTGATCTATTAGCAATTTCAAATATTTGGTTCAAACAATATGATGCAAGTTCTTGATCTGGAATAAATATTTCAGCAAATTTTGAGGCCGAATCTTTGTTAAAAGCAACGATTATCGCGCGAATTATTTCGCGAACATCAACATCGGATAAATCTGTTCGATTCATTAATGTTACTGCCATATCATTTTTATGTGCTAAAATTAATGCAACGATGTAACAAGGTCTGTAAAATGATTCGCTCCGGTAATTGTGTGAATAGTCAACATTACCCAATAAGTTGGGATTGTGATTGTCCAACAAATATTCAAAAATTTCCGTGTTCGATCTTGATATACTGACAATCAAACATCTATCAATAAATTCTTGTGTTAAATTTGCGAAACAAAGATTCTTCAAAAATAACTCATTTATTTCAGGCATATTTGAAGTTTTTGCACAGTTTAATAAAGAAATCATATCATCGTTAGACATCAAATATCCATTTGAAATCATGTAATTAATATAATCCATTTCCCAACTATCCCTAAAATTTAATTCTGAAATATTAGGTTGATGTACTTTCAAATAAACTTTAGGGTATGCACGTAAGGTAAACTTATTTGTTTTCTCAATAATTTTGTCTTTATCGGATTTTGTTTCTATTAATTGCAAAGCATCTATCAAATATTCGATTCGACGCAAATCTTCTTTGATGAATGCTCTTTTTAAACATGATATCCATAATCCTTCGTGATCAAAATTTTTATCAAACAAATCGTCAAATAATTTTTGCAGCAATTCGTAAGATTGCAAGATATGTGGTTCCAATTCACATTGCGCTGAAATAAAAGTTTCGATAAAATCTGCCTTTTTTTCTAACAAATAAATTAAAGGTTTTGATTGTGAATCAACCAATTCTAAAAATGATTCGCAATCATTAACTATTATCCACGAACAAACAACATCAAAAACCATATTTTCTGAATAAGAATGCAAATTGGACCATTTTTGTTGTTTACAGGATGAAAATAAATCTTCAATTGTTTCTCCTTCGAATGTGAAAGTTGCTGTTTCGGGTTTGATGATGTACTGTGCATCCCATTTTTCGAACAATTGACCTATTTTGAAGCCTGTTTTTAGAGTTTGTTGCAATTTTTCAGGTAAAGCTTGCGAGTGTAAAGCCATCTGCAATTAAATAATGTTGCAGTAATAAAATTATCTTGTTCTAAAGAACTGATAATCTAAAAATTGTGTGTAAAGTTTTTACATTCAATTTTATTTGACATTATCCCAAATAATTGGTTCGGGAACCCTGCCATCGAGTGCATTAAAAGTTTTGTGATCAAGACATCGGTTAACAACATATACAAATTCATCAACGACCTTTTTTATGGGACCAATTAAATCCATTTGCGTGTTTGTTTGGTCCGAATAAAATTTGTAAAGTTTATCAAAGAGGTTATGATCGATTTTGTTAGTTGCGCGAACATCAAGACCATATTTATTCATTTTGTATATTGCAGTGAGCATTTCTGACGGAGTTGTGTACTCTTGGCAAAATTTTTTGACTCGTGTTTTAACTTCAGCAAATACATATTGTTGTTGCTTGTATGTTGTTGTAGTTAATGTAATTTCTTCGATCATTTTTTGATGAATCGCCAAATTTGAATTTACAATTTTGGAAACTAGATCAAATGGAATATCATCCAAAATCAAATTTAAATTTTGCAAAATTAGATCCAGTGCGTCCAAGTCAAGAAATTCCAAAATTTTGTGCAAATATTCTTCATCAATTGCGCAACCTAATTTGTATGCAAATGAAATCAAATCTTGGCGAACAACAAATTGAGGAACTGATTTAGTTGCGACATTATAAATAGTATCAAGGCAGTGTGATGTTATTTCATGTGTTGGAACAATTATTTGGGTCAATTTCGAAGCTAAATCTTGGTCAAACATTGTTATTATCGCCCGAATTAGTTCGTAATGAATTTTGGGATCAGCGTGATCAAAATCAGTCACATTCATTAACGTAATGGCGATTTTCTTTTTTTTCGATATGATAGCCGATACTAAATAAAATGGATTTACAAAATCTTGTCTATGATAACAATACGTACAGTTCGTAACAACACCGTACAAATTTGGATTATGATTTTCGAGAAAAAAATCGAAAATTTCTATTTCGTTATTTTTGATACTGATTTCAAAACATTTGTCAACAAATTCCTGTGTAAAATTTGCTAAATGTAGGTTCTCCAAAAATATTTTTGTAAGTTCTTGTTTATCGATCCATCTAGCAATGTTTAACGCATGAATAAGATCATCATTTGTCATAATATATCCATGCGAAATCATATATCTAATGTAATCGACGGTGCGACCTTTTTCGAAATTCAATAATGAAATGTCAGTTGGATACAGTTTCAAATAAATTTTAGAGTGCACATTTAAATGATATTTATTTTGTCCATCCAGAAGAGTATCTTTATTTTCAGTTGTTTCAATTGAATCCAAGACACTTGTTAGATATTCAATCCTATTTAGATCTTCTTTAATAAAAGCTGCGTTTAAACATTTTATCCATATTTGAGTATGGTTAAAATTTTTGTCAACCAGATCATCAAATAATTTTTGCATAAGTTCATAAGTTTTATCAGACCATCTCAAATTCTGATTTGGTTCTTGATCTCTCCAATTTGCGCCTTGATAATAATCCCATTCAACAATAAAATGAGAAATTGCGTTCACTTTGCGTTCCAGTAAGGTAATTACTGGCTTAATTTCCATTTCAGCTAATTCTAAAAATGATTCGTAATGATTAACAATGACCCACACACAGATAAAATCAAAAATGTTATAATCATATTGATCTAAAACGGATTTCATATTTGACCACTGATCTGCATTGCAATAGACAATTAAATCTTCAACTGTTTCTCCATCAAATTTAAAAACTGTTGTTTTTGAATCCGCTCCATATTTGTCATAGAATTTTTCAAAAAGTTCCCCTATTCTGAACCCAATTTTAAAAGCTGAAATTAACTTTTCGGGTAAAGCTTGCGAGTGTAAAGCTTGCGAGTGTAAAGCTTGCGAGTGTAAAGCTTGCGAGTGTAAAGCCATTTATTAAATGATCTATTTAAATTGTTAAAAATTGTGTGTAAAGTTTTTACATTCAATTTTTATTAAAGGATAATTGTTATGCTAACTTTTACCAACAATGCTATTGACGTTCTCTGACCACATAATCGGAGCTGGAATCTGCCCATTATTTTTATTAAGCTCATCAGGAGTGTAACATCGATCAACAATTTCGATAAAAGCCTTTGTAACTTTATCTGCGGATTCGAGAATATTTTCATCAGTTTTTCTCGAATCTGCTGTATGTTTGTAAAGCTTAACAAACAAATCAATATCTATTTTTGTATCAAAAACACGTTCCCCACCGTAATCATTTGTTGAATCGATCTTATCCAATGCACAAATAGGATGTTTTTCATAAGCCATACGAACTTCAGGAAGTTTTTCTTTTAGTGGTGAAGTGATGTGAAAAATTTTTCTACGCCAAGCAATACGGTTACATATTTTTACAAGCATATCATTAAATAAATCAACATATTTTGTGACAATAACCATAATAATTTGTTGTGGAACGTCATCCAATGTTAAGTTTAACATTTGTAAAACCATATCCAGTGTGTCAACATCAATAAATTCTAAAATTTGATACAAGAATTCCTCATCAATTGTGCAACCGAATTTTATCATTAACAATATTACGTCGCGATTAATGTTAGATGGACAACTTAGAGATTTTCTATATGTGGTTAATATAAACTCTTTACATTGGCTATCTGAAACATTAATCGGAGGATTTACCAAGTCAATTAATTCTAAACCTATTTTTCCATTGTAAGTAATGATAGCCATTTCAAAAATTTGCTGCATAACTTCATCAGTAAATTCAGAAAAATCAATATATTTTAATAGCTCTGTGTATTCACCTTCGGAAGCTGCTGGCTTGTAAATATGTTTACTAAAAATCACCGCAGGTAAAAAGTAAATATTAAAAGAACCACGTGCATGCTGGTAACATCTAATGATGCGATTTGGTGTGTAATTTTCTAATAACATTTTCATAATCTTCAAATTACAATTTCTCACAGCCGCCGCAAAACATTCATCAATAAATGCATCGGTTAGATTAGCTAGATGCCAGTTGTTCAAACATAATTGATCAATTTCATTTTTGGTATTTCCTGTGTAACGAGCATTCAATAAATGGATCAAATCTTGGTTATCCATTTTGTAACCACATTTTACCATGTATTTTTGAACGTAATAGTTATTAATCCGTCTAAAATTTAGAGATGATGCATCAAATTGTGGATATATTTCGAGAAGTATTTTACCATGTCTTATGAGATTGAAAACTAATTGGTCTTCTTTGAATGCGTCTTCCAAATTTATCATTTCGAATATTTCCAATAAGTTAACAAAACGTTCAGGATCTCGTGCCAAAATAGAATGTTCTAAACAAGTTGACCACAGATCATTGTAATCAAAATTTTTGTCAACAAAATCATCAAATATCCTTGTAATAAGCTTGTAAATTTTATCAGGCAAACTATTATCTGGGTTAAAGCGTGGTTGATGCCAGAGAACAAGTAAATTAGTAAAAGTTCCAAAAGAATCTTCCAATATATCAATTATGTTGGCTTGTCCATTTGATGTCCATTCATTAAATATTTCGTAATGATTTAGGGCAACATATGCCATAATTGTTTTGAAATATTCTACGTATGAGTTGTCGAATTTTGCGCAATATTCATACAATTCTTCAACGGTTTCGCCATCAAAAGTAAATCTTGCATTGGCCGTTATAATTATGTATTGTTGCGGATAGTATCTGCTGCATAGGTCTTCAATTTGCAAGCCTCGTTTAAGAATTTCTTTAAGAGATTCAGGAATTAATGTTGATGTCATCATGAATTACTGAAACAATTCTCTCCAATGGTCTCGTAGTGACTCGATCGCTACAGAAGGCACGCTTCTTTCGCGGTCTTGTGGTGACTCGATCGTCGTCGGCAAATTTTGATTATTCAGTGTTATTTTAAAAATTGTGTGCAAAGTTTTTGTTTTCAATTTTTATTATCGAAGCCCGTCTTCGATAATAAAAAGGATAATTCAATAACAGTTTACTTTTGTTGAATTTCAATTTTTATTATCGACGCTTGTCTTCGATAATAAAAAGGACAATTAAATCAAGTTTGATCTTAATTTAATCATCTTTTGTAGACCAGTCAATTGGTTTAGGAATTCTGCCACCATTTTCATTGACAGTCTTGTGATCATAACATTTATCAACAACATACAAATAATCTTTGACAGTAATAACAATATCTTTTAGTAATTCAGGGTGATTTATTTCAAATTCGGCGTCCAAACAAAATTTGTGCAATTGCTTGAAAAGATTTGAATCAATTTTCGTCGTCATATCAACACTGGAATCATCAATATCACCTTCTTTATCGATTTGACAAATTTTAACCAAGGCCTTAATGTAACAATTTGTTAGCATAAGTTCATCCTGGATTTGCTGTGCCGTATTCTTAAAATTACTCATGACGAATTGAACATATTTGAATTTTATGGTAAATGTTTGTATCGTGATAATTTTTTGGTAGATAATATTTGAATATTTGTTAACAATTTTTACAATAAGATCGGCTGATATCCCATCCAAAGTTAAATTTAATGTTTTCAATAAAAAGTCCAATCCTTCTGGATCAACAAATTCCAATATTTTGAAAAAATATTCTTCATCAATAACACAACCCAAATTCAACATAAAAGATATTATGTTTTTATTAATTTTATCATGAAGATTTTTCTTACTTGTTGCTGATAATCTGTGTGTTTGGTGGAATTTTAAAACAAAATCCAAACAATGGTCCACAATTTCGCAGCACGGTTTGAAGTTGTCAATAAATATTTTGTGAGTTTGACAACTGCCATAAAGGATCAATATTTCGATTAGCTCTTTTTGGATATCAATACTTAGATTGTTAATGCAAATTCTATTCATTAGTTCGGTAACTATAGCGTCAGACGCGTTTAAAATAGCTGCAGACAAACAATGAACTTTTGTAATTTTAAATTTGCGCGTTTTTGTATCATAACGCTCTAATCTAAAAAATTTATTAAGATCTGGGTTATGGTTATCTAACATCAATTTGAAAATTTGTACGTTATTTTGATTAATACTCGCAGCAAAGCATTTATCAATAAAATCATCTGTTAAGGTTGCTTTATGAAAATTTTCCAAGAAAAAGTCATTAACCGCTTGCATATTTGAACCATTCCAATGTCTCAATTTAAAAACTGATATTAAGTCAGCATTTGTCATTTCATATCCACAATTAATCATGTGTCTCATAATGGTAATATTGTAAATGCGCTTGAATTCAAATGACAAAATATCTAATTGTGGGTAAGCTCGCAGAATAATATCATCGGATCTTAACCAAAATTCTATCACACTATTTTTAACTTTATCTTTAGTTTTATCACCTGTGTTAAGAGTTTCCAATACATCCATGAGATATGTAACACGTTCCTTATCTACAATCTGAATTGCTTCGTTTACGCAATAAGTCCAAATATATGTATGATCAAAATCTTCATCTGACAAATCATCAAACATCTTGTGGAAAAAATCTCTAGATTTGGTTGAATCCCATCTTTGAATATCGCCAAAAAATGAGTAAATGTGATCGGTTCCTATTAGATATTTTAGTTCAGTTGTCCATTCAATAAATGTGTCATAAAAATTTGCCGCAACCCATGCACATATGATACCCAAATGTTCTCCACCTTCTTCATATGATTCACAATAATAGTCCAATTCATCAAGAGTCTCACCTTCAAATAAAAATGTAACAACATCCGGATTAACTACATAATCGTCACAGGTTTTGCTTGTGAATAACTCAAAGTTTATTTTATTAATTCCTGATCTAATATTGTCTGGTATGATAGACATTTGCAAACAAGCTGATTGAAAAGAAAAATGAAAATTGTGTGTAAATTTTTACATGCAATTTTAATTTTTTTCTTTCCAAATAATTGGTTCGGGGATTTTGCCATCAAATGCATTAAAAGTATTTAGATCATAACACTGATCAACAACATAGTAAAATTGGTTGATGACCTTTTTGGCGGTTTCCACAAGATGGGTTTCAGTGCCAGTTTTTTCAATCAAAAAAAGATAAAGTCTGCAATTAACTTTATCATCGAGTCTCATTGAGGAACCATTTTTGCTCACTTTGGACATCATAACGAGTACATCCAATGTTTTAGTATATTTTGCACAGATCACTTTAATTTGAGTTTTGAATCTGTTTGAAACATATTGTTGCTGTTTGTATTCCAAAATAGAAAATTCCAATTTAGTTATCATTTTTTCGAAAGCAATTGAATGAGATTTGATAATTTTGGAAATTAGGTCAAGTGGAATATCTTCCAAAGTTAAATTTAGATTTTGTAATATTAAATCCAACGCTTCTGGATCTAAGAATCTTAAAATTTTGTGCAGATATTCTTCATCCAAAACGCATCCCAATTTGTACACAAACAAAACCATATCAACATGCACAACAAATGGATAATCCGATTTACTGGCTATTTCGAAAAGGGCATCCAAAAAAAGCGATGTTATTTCATGGGATGGTATCAATGAGCTAACTAATTTGGAAGCCATGTCTTTATCAAACATTATTACCATCGCACGTATTATTTGGACAATAAATTTATCATCAAGAACAGATAAATCCGTTTTGCTCATTAACATTGTTGCCATTTCATATTTTTTTGATAAAATAGTTGATGCTAAATAACAAGGATTCAGAACACGATATTCACCATAATAATAACTGCGTATTATTTCGCCATGTGTATTAGGATTATGATTTTCAATCAAATACCTAAAGACATCCATATTTTCATTCGAAATACTAATGCTAAAACACGTGTCAATGAAATCTTGTGTTAAATTTGCTTGAAAAATGTTATCCAAAAATAATTTCGTCATATTTTTTTGAGAACTACTACGCGAAAATTTTAGCAGATAAATAAAATCATCATTTGTCATCAAATAGCCATTTGAAATCATGTAGCTGACATAATCAATATTTGTACTCGATCTGAAATTTAGTTGAGAAACATCTGTTGGATACATTTTTAAATAAACTTTAGGATATGCGAGCAAGTGGTTTTGATTCGCGGTATTCATTATTTCGTCTTTGTTTAATTCTGTTTCTATTGTGTACAGAGCATCGGTTAAATATTCAATTCGCGATAAATCTTCTTTAGCAAATGCTTGATCTAAACATACATTCCACATTGTTTGATGATTAAAATTTTTATCAAATAAATCATCAAATAACTTTTGCATGAGTGTATAAGTTTGTGGATGCCAATAACTTACATAATACGAATTTTTGTCTCTCCAATCTACACTTTGACAATAATCCCACCTTGAAATTAAATCGCAAATGAAATAGAATTTGCGTTCTAGTAGATCGGTTATAAATTTGTGTTCAGAAACATGTGATTTGTCTTCTATTTCGACCAATTCCAAAAAAGAATCATAATGATTCACGATAATCCATGCACATACGATATCAAAAAGTTTTTGGTTGTACACATTTAAAATAGAGCTTATCGGTGCCCATTTATCTAATTTGCAATAATTAATTAAATCTTCCACAGTTTCACCTTCAAATTTAAAAACTGCCATATTCGGATCTGCCGTGTACCGAATATACCATTTTTCAAACAATTCTCCGATTTTAAATCCTGTTTTCAGTGCTGAGATTAATTTTTCCGGCAAAGCCATTTATTTACTGATCTAAAAAATGATAATTTCAATATCACATAGCAATGATGAAGTTTCAATTTTTATTTATGGAGCTCGTCTCCATAAATAAAAAGGATAATTCGATAAAGTTTACTTTGTTGAATTTCAATTTTTATTTACGAAGACAAGCTTCCTAAATAAAAATTTAAAATTTATTCATGTTCTATGTTAGAATTAGCATTCTCTGACCAAACAATTGGAATCAGAACTTTACCGTTATTCTTATTGAGTTCTGTGTGGTCATAACATTTTTCAACAGTTTTAATGAAATCTTTGGAAACCATATCGATACGTTCCAGCAAATTTTCATTAGAATGCAATTGTTGTATATATTTGTAGAGTTTGACAAATAAATCAGCATCTATTTTAGTATCCAGCGTTTGAATACCACCATTATCATTCATCGAACTAATTTTGTACAAGGCACAAATCGGATGTTTGGCGTACGCAATTTTAACCTCTGAAATTTTTTCTTTTAGACTTGATGAGGCATACGATTTTGCTCTGTGTATATTGATACGACTTTGTATTTTGTTGGTCATAAATTCCAATGCACCCGCGTGCTTTAAAACGATACCAATAATAACATGTTGCGTAACGTTATCCAAAGTTAAGTTTAGCATTTCTAAAATCATGTCAAGTGCACCAACATCAACAAATTCTAAAATTTGGTGTAAATATTCTTCATCTATGGTGCAGCCAAATTTTATCATAAGTGAAATTGTATCGAGTGTAATATTGTAAGGAAATCTTGGCAAATTGCATGCTTTTACGACATATTCTTTACAATAATCTGATATGTCTACCATTGGATTAACTAAGTCAAATAATTTCACCCCAACCTTTTCGCAACGAGCTAAGATAACCGTTCCAAAAATTTGGCGCATTACTTCATCAGTAAATTCGGACAAATCTATGTATTTCAATAACGTGTTTACTATTTCTGCAGTATTACGTCCACGAGAGTTGTAGATAACTATTGGCAAAAAATGACAAGTTTCACTATTTTCTTTTGCAATTCCGGGAGGGAAATCGAAAAATAAATTATTTTTGGTAAAATGGGCGGCATTGTAATTTTCCAATAGAAATTCCAATATTTTTAAATTAGCATGTCGAATAGCTGCAGCAAAACATTCATCAATAAATTCATTAGTGAAATCTGCATCGCGCCAATTTTCCAAAAAGAATTCATTGATTTCTTCTTTAGTATTTCCTTGCTCATCATAATTAACCATATAATAAGAAACATTTAATAGATACAAAAAATCTTCGTTTTTCATTTTGTATCCACGCTTAACCATGAATTTGTGAACACAAAGATTATCGGTAGATTTAAATTCTAGTTGTGTGACATCCAATTGTGGATAAGCTTTGAGAAAAAATTTACCACGTTTCCTCAAATTAAAATAAATCGTATGTTTTTTGTGTTGGTCTTTGTTTCCGAGAATTTTTATTGAATCATGTATGTCAATTAAATATGTAATACGCTCAGTATCCATCGCCATGATTGCATACCCAAAACATTCAGACCATATATCGTTGCAGTCAAAATTTGTTGCAGGGAAATCATCAAATATCTTCTGTAAGAGTCCATAAATTTTCTCCGGCAAAATGCCATCTGAATGATAATTTTCTTGATGCCAAAGAACAAGTGACCCGATAAAAATTGAAAAATTCCTGGCAAGTATATTCATTACATTTGGTTGTTCGTTCATCATCCATTCACGAAATATTTCATAGTGGTTGCGCGCGATATACGCACATACATAATCAAAATATAGACCGTTTGGAGGATCATATTTACCGCAATGTTCATATAATTCTTCAACAGTTTCACCATCAAAGATAAATGTCAATATATCGGGTTTAATTACATATTGATACCAATATCTTGAACACAGATCTTCAATTGGTAAGCCTTGTTTCAGAACTTCTTGCAGAACTTCTGGAATCAAAGTCATATCGACTGTGATAACTAATAGTTTTAAAAATTGTGCGTAAGGTTTTTACGTTCAATTTTTATTAAAAGAATAATTTTATTATTGTTCATCCCAAATAATAGGTTTAGGTATCATACCACCATTTTGGTTAACAGTATTGTGATCATAACATTTATCCACAACATACAAAAATTCTTTAGCAGTATCGGCTATTTCTTGCAATAAATTGGGATACGAAACTTCAACATCAGATTTCAAACAATACTTGTACAACATGTCAAATAGTCCAAAATCAATTTTTGTCGAAATATCGTAAAGACCATCATCATATGCATCACCTTCTTCATTAATTATGGCCGCACTTGAAATAACTTCAAAACTGCATTTATTCAGCGCAAAGTTTTCTCGTATTTTCTGCACAGCTTCCTTTAAAAAGCTAATTACAAATTGTTGTTTTTTAAATCCAGCAATTCGTTTTTGTTCTGCTAGAATTGCGTCATTAAAATATTTTGAATACTTTTCTACAATATCCAAAATGAGACCAATAGGAATATCATCCAAAGTTAAATTTAACATTTTTAATACAAAGTTCAATGCTTCGACGTCAACGAATTCTAATATCTTGTGAATGTATTCCTCATCAATTTCGCATCCTAAATCTAAAATGAATGATATTGTGTCTCGATTTATACATTTCATCTTGTCTGAAAGAAATAATTGGATTTCAACCGATGAACAACGCGACCCATAAAAATTTACAACAAAATCCAAACAATGATTTACAATTTCGGCATCAAATTTGAAATTATCTGTAAGAATCTTTCTAATTTTATTGTTACCACAGACAATTAATGTTTCGATTAGTTCTTTTTGTGTATTAGTATCAAGATTGTTGATATCAATTCTGTTTAGCAACTCAACAACTATGTCATCAGAGAGTATTCGACCGTCACTACCAGCTCGCATGATTGCAGCTGACAAACAATGAACATGTTCATGTTTAAATTTACATATTTTTGTGCAGTAATGGTCAATCTTGATTTTTTTAACATTTAGGTCTAGATCGTAATTGTCCAACATCAATTTGAAAATTTGTGCGTTATTTTGATGAATGCTTGTGGAAAAACACATGTTGATAAAATTTTCAGTCAGATTTGCTTTGTGAAAATTTTCCAAAAAAAAATCATTTATCTGTTGCATATTTGAACCATCACGATATCTCAATTTGAACACCACAAGCAGATCATTGTTTGTCATTTCATATCCACAATTAACCATATGTCTCATAATCGGAATATTTTGAACATGTTTGAATTCGTAGGCTAAAATATCTAATTCTGGATATGCTTGTAAAATAATGTCAGTATGATGTCCAAGCCAAAACATTACTAAATTATTTTTGGCTTTGGTTTTGGGGTTGTCTCCAGTATTAAGTGATTCCAATATATCCATAAGATATGTAACACGCTTCGTATCCACAGATCGAATTGCTTCGTTTACACAATAAGACCAAATGTACGTGTGGTCAAAATCTTCGTCAATCAAATCATCAAACATTTTTTGACATCTGTCATATGATTCAGTTGTATTGCATATTGTAATATTACCACAAAAAGAATAAATCATATTACTTGTAATCAAATCCATTGCTGTTGTTCCATCAAGGATCCATTCCAAAAATGTATCATAATGGTTTATCATAACCCACGCACATACAATCTCAAAATGATCATCATCATGTTCTTCACAGTAACTACATAATTCATCTACTGTTTCACCTTCAAACATAAAAGTAGGAACATGTGGATTAATTACGTATGTATCATAGCATTTAGCTGCAAAACTCTCAAAATTTATTTTATTAATTTCGAATCTAATATGTTCTGGTATGGCGGTCATTTTAGAAATAAATGATTCCATATAAGATCTAACAATCGCATGTGAAAATCTACACGCAATTTTTAGACAATAATTTCAAGATCACCTTCATCCCAAATAATAGGTTTAGGTATCATACCACCATTTTCATTTACAGTTTGATGATCGCAGCATTTTTCTACGATCGTAAATATTTCTTTGACAACTTTATCAATGCGTTCTAACAAATTGCCGTCAAAAGTTGTTCCAACTTCCTCCGAGATCTCATGATTGTCTGTTATTTCTGATATTTGGGATCTATTCTGTATGTAAAAATTGTAAAGCTTGATAAAAAGATCCCAATCAATTACAAACCAATCTACGTCGTTAATAATAATGCGATTTATTTCATACAAAGTTTCTGGTCCTGATTTACAATTTTTACGAATTTTTCCAATTGATTGTTTTATCGATAGCGCAATATACTGTTTCAATTTGCATTCAGTAATGAAATCGCACATATCTTCCATTGTTAGGATACAACGTCTATGATTTTTCAAAACAATGTCAAATACAAGATTTTCCGGCAGATCAGCTAAACTCATGTCTAATATTTTCATTAAATAATCGAACGCATCAACGTCCAAAAACTCAATAATTTTGTAAAAGTATTCTTCGTCAATTGTGCAACCTAATTTAATGGCGAGCGACACCAATCGTTTACTAATTTTGTCAGTTAATCTTTGACTAGATCGCACATACAATATCGAATCTAAAAACTTCTTCGCCAATTCTGGTGCAAGATTAACAGCTTCAGCAAATCGTTTTATTATCTCATCATCACATGGATCATTTGACCAAATAATAGTTTCAAAAATTTGCAGCAACATTTTTTCATCCGCATTAGATAAATCGGTTCGATCCACTAATTCTATCGCTATTTGGTAGTTTTGAAATCTTATGGCTGTGGGTATGTAATAAAAATCATGCTCATCCAAGTAATTGTGCCTGTAGCAAAAAATTTCTGTAGTACGATTGAGATCCAGATTGTATGTTTCTAACAAAAATGTGAAAATTGATAAACTTCCACATTTGATACTCCAAGAAAAAAGTTCATCAATTTGTTTTTCGTTTGCCGAGTTTAATAGATGTGCATTTTCAAAAAAAAATTTATGAACTGCATCGTTTATGTTTCGAGTATAATATTTGTGTAACATATTTAGCAAATCATCACACGTTAGCTCATATCCGTGGTTGATCATGTATTTAACTGCGCACAAATGGCGAATATTAGTTGCCTTGATAAATTCAACGTCGAGTCGCGGATATATTTCAACAAATATATCGCCATTCTGAGCCAAAAAATCGCGAAACATGTTATTTTTAGTGAACTCTTTATTAGAAAAAATCGTGTCTGTAAATTCTAATACGTCAATCAAATGTATAAAACGTACACTATCTTTTGCTATGAGAGCTTGTTCTAAACATATTGACCACATCATATGATGATTAAAATTCGCGTCGACCAAATCATCGAATAACTTTTGTATTAAATTGTATGTGTGTGTCGGCCAATTTTCACTATTATCATATTCATCGCACCAAATTCTTACGAAAATTGCGAAGGTACCAAACGGTCCACGTAATATTTTTATTATTTCTGGTGAATCATTTATGACTAACTCGATAAATTCATCATAATGTTTAACAGCTAACCATGCACATATTGCTGTGATATTTTCAGATTGATACACTATTGGATATTTATTGCAATCTTCGATTAATTCGGCCACAGTTTCACATTCAAATACAAATAATGAATTTGGTTTTATAACATAATCATTATAGCGTTTACTGAAAGCCCGTTCCAAATTTATGCCACATTTTAGATCTGCTTTAACACTTTCTGACAAAGCCATTTCCAAAACTTCCAATTTGCGCAATAAATGAGTTGGTATTTAAAATTATGTGTAATTTTTTTTACACGCAATTTTTAAGGCCAAATAATAGGTTCAGGGGTTCTACCACCATTTTCATTTATTATTTGGTGATCGTAACACTTATCCACCACAAAAAACATTTCTTTGACGACCTTTTCAACGCGTTCCAACAAATCATCTGTTATTTCATGATTTGTTATTTCAGCTGATACACAAAGTTTATAAAGTTTGACAAAAAGTTTCGGATCGATTTCAGATATTCCAAAACTGTAATAGAAAATCTTATTAATTGCGCCCAAATTTTCTAATTCGGATTTGCCATTCGCTTGAAATGCTAGAATATCTTGTTTTATTTTTGAAGTAACATATTGTTGTTCTTTAAAAGTGACAATCTGATTTTGTAGTATTTTCAATCGCCCATCGTAACACTTATGATATCGACTAACAATTTCATGTATGCCAAAATTATTCAGATCTGTTGGGATTAGATTTAATGCATTTAACAAATAATCAAATGCATCAACTTCCAAAAATTCCATAATTTTTAAAAAATATTCCACATCAAATATGCAACCCAATTTCACAACTAATACTATTAGTTGTTTGCTGAATTTACATTTAGAAACACTATCAATGCTCATATGTGAAAGCAAATTTAGAAACTTATTTTGTAATTCTGGAGTTAAATTTACTGTTTCAGTAAATCGCGAAATAATTCTGTTATCAATCTCATGATACTTGTTGGACCAAATCATTACTTCAAAAATATCCAACAACATTTCGTCACTAGCATTTGACAAATCTGTTAAATCCATTAGTTCTACAGCTAAATCATAGTGTTCAAACCAAATGGCTGCAGATATGTAATAAAAAACATGATCATCACTGAAATTATGTCTGTTACAGAAAATCGTCATAGTTTTATTGATGTCGATATTATGATTTTCCAGTAAGAATTTAAAAATTGGTAAATTACCAATTTTTATGCACAATGCAAAAAGTTCATAAATTTGATTTTCGTTTGCGGAATTTAATACGTGCGAATTTTCAGTAAAAAAATTATCCATTGCAACTTTTTGATCATGTACTTTGTATCTACGCAAAATTTCGAACAAATCATCATAAGTCGGTTCGTATCCACAACCGACCATATATTTTAGCACACCCAAACTCCGAACATTAGATGTTTTCAAAAATTCTATATCAAGTTGCGGATATACTTCAACAAACATGTCACCGTGTAGAACCAAAGTGGAGAAAAATAACTTATTTTTAATGGTTTCTTTATCCTCAGAACCAACATCAATAAATTCTAACATGTCAATTAAATGAACAACACGTTCCGAGTCTTTTACCAAAATAGCTTGCGTTAAACATGTAGACCAGATTTTATAATGGTTAAATTGACCATCGATTGTGTCATCGAACAACTTTTGCAACAATTCATAAACATTATTTGGCCACGTTATGCTGCGATCATAATCTTCGCACCAAATTTTGACGTAGCTTGAAAAATTGTAAAATATTTCGACTGATTTCTTTTTGATTTCCTGTGGATTGTTCATAACCAAACTAACAAATTCATCATAATGTTTAACAGCCAACCATGCACACATAACGAAATCAGTTTCGGATGCACCTGGTGCGCGATATTTTGGGCAAGCTAAAAATAATTCATTGACAGTTTCACAATTTGATGTAAAAAAAGTTGATGGTTTAACAACATAGTTAGCATAATGTTTACCAAAAATCCATTCTATGTTTACACCTTTTCTTAGATCTGCTTTAACACTTTCTGACAAAGCCATTTGTACATAATCCGACACTAAAAATAAATTGTACGTAATTTTTTACATGCAATTTTTAATCCCAAACAATTTGTTTAGGTATTATTCCACCATTTTCATTTACAGTTTGATGATCATAACATTTTTCCACAACTGCAAACATCTCTTCAACAACTTTATCAGTGCGTTCCAATAGATCGTTTGAAATTTGTGCAGGATTGTTTATCAAATAAAATTTGTAAAGTTTAACAAACAGATCCCAATCAACAATAAACGAATAAAGACCATCGACAAGAATTAGATTCATTGTGTACAAAATTTCAAGTTTTGATTTTGTACTTTTGCAAAGTTCTGCAAATTTTTGTTTAATATGATGTGGAACATATTGTTGGAATTTAAACTTCTGAATATGTCCACACACATTTTTGAGTTTTGTTTCACAAAATTTGTGATATCGTATAACAATATCATTAATAATATTTTCAGGCAAATCAATTAAAGTTAGGTTAAGCATTTTCATAAGATGATCAAATGTATCGACGTCTAAAAGTGCCATAATTTTGTATAAATATTCTTCATCAAACACACAACCCAATTTTATCGCCATTAATATCAACCTTTTATTAATTTTGTAATTTGTCATTTGATAAAAAGAACCCACATTTAATATCAAACCCAAAAATTTTATCAACAATTCTGGGGTAGGATTGATTGCATCAGTAAAATAAGTCATTAGTCTATCATCACACCGATCTCCAGACCAAACTATTGTTTCGAAAATTTCCAAAAGTAATTCGTCATCCACATTTGCTAAATCAATATGATTCATTAGGTTCATTACAATCTGCCAATTTTCACACCTGATTGCCACTGATATGTAGTGAAACTCAGGATTAAAATTATTACATCTACGACAATAAATTTTTGTTTTTTTGTTAAGATCAGGGTTGAAGTTTTCCAATAAACAATTAAAAATTGCCAAACTACCACTTTTGATACTCAATGCAAAAAATTCATCAATTTGATTCTCGTTTGCCAAATTTAGCAAATAAGCATTTTCTATGAAAAAATTATCCATTGCTTCTTTTTTATTATTGATTTTGTAGTTCCACATCATCCTAAGTAAATCGTCATGCGTTAATTTGTATCCATAGTTCATCATATATTTTAGTATGTGCAAACTTTTGACATTAGTGGCTTCTATCATGTTAACATCCACTTGAGGATACAGTTCAACAAATATGTCACCATATTGTGTCACAATATTTCTAAATATTTCATCAAATCTATTGTCAGTGGAATGTGTATTTATTAATTCTAGTGTTTCCATTAAATGAGCGACACGATTAACATCTTTAGCTAAAATAGCACTCTTTAGACAATTTGACCACATTAAACTGTGATCTAGCCGGCAAACAATCAGATCATCAAAAAGCTTCTGTAGTAGCTTGTATATGCGGTCTGGCCAATTAACGGTGCCGTAATCAAAATTTCCACACCAAATTTCAACGCAACACGCGAAAGTGTGAAACATTTCAATGGACTGTTTTATTTTCAAGTTGTCCTCCATAATTAAATTGATAAACTCATCATAATGATTAACGGCTAGCCATGCACATATAATAATGTCCATTTCCGATGATGCATCATACGGATATTTTTTACCATCAGCAAGAAGCTCATCAATAGTTTCACAATTTGATGAAAAAAGAATTGACGGTTTGGTGACATAAACTCGATAATATTTGCTGTAAAACCATTCTATGTTTATGCCTTCCTTCAAATCAGCTTTTATACGCTCAGACAAAGCCATTTGGATACATAATAATCTTACGCACCAATAAAATTGTGTAATTTTTTACATGCAATTTTATTCAGCGTTTCTCATAAGTGAAAGTGTAGTATTGGCTAACGCGTTCACTCCAATTCTCTCGTTGAAGATCCTTACCAACGTTCCAAAAGAATGCAGGGAAAAATAAACCATAATAACTGCCCTTGGCAATAGACGAAAGAATAACACTAGGCCATGTAAGATTGTACCCATTATGATTACTTGGCATGTGCATCGAACACTTATACGAACATGTTGGATAATATTTTACCCTCATATCAGGATCTTCAATGTGAGTATCATAACATTTCTTGGTTCCATCTACAAAATTAAATGTTCCAACAACTAAACCAACCGAACTGGCCGTTCCACCGTAAGCTCTAAGTAGCCTTTCAACTGCAACCAAAGCCATTATGAATCAGTAGACTAACTAATATTTGTTAATTAAATGTTCATAGGTTGTTATTAATTGCAATTTTTTTACAATTAATAACAGGTTAGCGGATCAACATTTCTTGTAATAACGATAAGAAAAAGTGTAATATTCAGCAATGCGATTATCCCAATCTTCTCGTTGGAGATCTTTACCAACGTTCCAAAAGAATCGAGGAAATTGGAATCCGTAATAACATCCCTTAAATACAGATGCAATTATGACATTTGGCCAAGTAAGACCATCAAATGGAAGATCATCATATACGGGCATCGAACACTTTGCTTTCTGATAACTGGAATTTAGGAAAAAATCCACGTGTTGATCGGGATCTTTAATATGAGAATCAAAACATTTCTTGGTTCCATCCATGAAATTGAATGCTCCGATTACCAAACTTGTTGGCTTAGCAACATTCCAATAAGCCATAAGAAAACGTTCTACTGAAACCAGCGCCATTATTGTTAGTAAACTAATATTCATAATTAGCTTAAACATCAAAGCAAATTATGATCGCAATTTTTGTTGCAAAATTAATATCAATCTCAATAACTGCTTGAATAACCACCTGAGATTGTTAGATTTGATGTTATCATTAAATCTAACAACAGCCTCCACCAGAACATCCACCTGGTCCACATCCTGCTGACCAACATCCTCGCCAATAGGGATAATCATAGCCTGAACAATCGAATGGTTTGAGATGACAGTTCAAACTGAACTTTTGCTCCAAATAATTTGAATACAATTTTCCTAAAAATGAATCTCGAGGTCCGGGATTGAATGCCGTGAAATAAATTTCATCTGGGGCTCGCTTTGTTGTTGTTCTAGCTTTAAAATTATAAGGTTTGTGATTGACGAGGCCACAATCCAACTCCAAATCTGTTTGTATAGCCAACCCTCGCAATCCATTTACTCTAAGAACATTCTGTGCTCTATCCAAAATTGGACCATACCATTTGCCGCTTAGATCAAACACATCAAAAGATCCACTACCATAACTTGCCACCAGAACAGATCCAGGTGGGTAACCGTAGACAATTGGAGCTTCGATCAGACCCCAGGGTGCATTTAAAACATCACCTGAAATGAAACGCCTGACAAAATTGCCATCTAAGTCAAAAATTGAAATATAACCCAAAGATGTTCCTACTAAAAGTTCGCCATCAGCATTTTTAGCTGCATAGGTAACGAACAATTCGCAACCAATTAGTACTATGTTGTAAGGCGCAAATGTGACTGGAATTGGATTTCCAGATAGTTGATCTGCAAAAGGGAATCCTGTTGTCACAAGAGTAAAGTTTGTGTCGTAGGTATCAATCTTGCCGTTCAGAAAATCTGCGACGTGGATGTAATTTTGTGTTAGAGCTAGACCAGTGTAACTAGCTGTCGAGTCCGTTGGTTGATCTACCACTTTGATCGCAGTTCCTGGATTTAGAGCTTGATTATAAGCCCATAATGTGCCTTCTAATGTACAGATTATGATAGATGCTGGCAAAGAATTTAATCCATTAGTAATCCAGTAACTACGCGTTCCGAAAGCATTAAAAATAATTCCAGTGGGTCTATCTCTGCCAGTCGAAATTGTTGCGATAAATTGTCCTGGTGGAAATCTCGGATAAGAATTTGTTAACGGAGCTCCTGCTAAGCTATACATTGTAATAAGTGTTGAATCTGCATTTGCAACGTAAACTACATCAGAAACTATTAACAAACCCCAAGGATTGGATAAATTTGAATCTAAAAAATCTGCTGCCGGTCTAATTCCAATTGGACTTGTGTAAAAAACATTTGAAGTTAAGAATCTTATCCTGAAGTCCATAATCTGTGATGGGTCGCGTTGACACACGATCCCTGCGGAGCAAGCTCCTCCGGTGTCACGTTCGCAGCGATCATAATTGTAGCATTCGTTCGGCCAACATTTTATGATTCGACAATTCGTATCCGATACTAGATTGGGAACTTTGTTTCCATTCCAGTATTGGTAATAAGATTCGATTGACATTCACTAAGATGAGTAGTTATATTAAATATTTTGCTGATCGTGCGATGATTTCATAATTTTGACTTCAAAGTGCTGGAAGAAATCTTTGATATCGAGACAAATACCAATGCATACTTTTTGATCAGCATTTGAATCAAATTCTTTTGTGCGAAGTTGTATAATAAAATCATTAAGTTTTTCTTGCCAAAGATATTTATCGACGGCATTTGTCATGATATAGTGTTTAACATTAAATGATAGACCTGTGTAAGATTCTGTTGTTATTCCAATTTGGCGCTGTCCACAAATATCGATGCATGTGTATGGGATTACACTAACAAGTTCGACAACATTGGTCTTATTATCCAAATCTGCACCATGTGATACAAACAATTCAAATATTGATAATTTATCAGCAAATCCTGACAAAAAGGTTCTTGTTGTTTCTGTGCGAGTTCCAAATAAATCATATTCGTGTAATCCATTCAAATCGATGAGATGCGGATATGTGCATAAAATGAATTCAATGTTCGTTTTGCAAATTTGTTCTGACGCAAGTCTTAATATGTAAATTGTATTAATAATATTGTATTTAGTAGGTGGCATATTATTTATAAAATGTTCATATATTGTGTGGTTGTCGCAATGATGCTGCAATATCATTGCCAGAGTATGTGGCGTGAATATCTCAGCAGTTTGAGTTAAAATCATGTACTCTACAAAATCCACTTTTTTAATAAAGTCAAATAAAATGGAACGACATGCACTGCTTGTCAACGGATGTGAATTCATGAATCTGATAAATAAATTTAAATCATAGTTACATAACATTCCATAAATTATAACTAAAATAGTATCATTAAATGTATCCAAAACCTGTTCCAGTAAATCTACATAATAATTTACTATGGAACTATCAGCATTTTCATATATAGCTGCCACAAAACAATAAACAGTATATCGTGCATATTTTTGTGGTTCAACTTTGCGTTCGATACAATTTTCCAACAATTTCGCCAACATACCCAATGGCGTTGATGTAAAGTATTGAGTTAAAGATTTGCATTGAAAGAAGTTTTCCGCTTCGCAATCTAAACTACATGTGTAATCGATAAAAGTTTCTTTGTGATTTGCGTATAAATATTTCAAAAAGTTAGTTGGCAAATCTTGATTTCCCATAGCATCAAATAATTCTTTGAATGTTTCGCATTTTGGTATTTCTTGCGCGATTGTGCAATCAGTGCTGCCAGAAAATTTGAGAAAACATGGATAGTTATAATAGCGTGTTAACGATATGCCATTCGTTAAATCACTGATCAATTTCTCTGGAAGATGCAACATTTGACTTCGCAGAAAGATAAGTTTGAATTTGTATTAGAACTAATACAAATTCAAATACGCAATTTTTATTTTGGTTGTGTGTCAATAGCAACATCAAAATATTGAAAAAAATCCTTCATATCAGCTTCAACAATGATGGTTGTTTTGATGTTCCAACTACGAAGTTGTGCAATGAAATTTGTTAGATGTTCTTGCCAAATATCTTTATTGCGTACATTGTCCATTATGCACTTTTTGACGCAAAATAATGATGCGAGGTTAGCCGTAGCGTTTATCGTAACATATCGATGCCCGTATAATTCACTCCATGTGTATGGAATTTTCTTAATAATTTGATTTACGTTGACTTCGTTATCCAAATCAGCACCATATGCAATAAATAGTTCAAATAATTGTAGGTTAATAATGGCTTCGGATAAAAATGTTGTTTTAGTTTCTTTGTGTTTTCGAAACGAATCATATGCATGAAGTTCATTTAGATCGATAAGTTGTGGATATGTACACAAAAGAAATTCGATATTTGTTTTGGAAACTGCGCTTGAACCATATTTTATTTCATGAATCGCATTTACGATGTTGTATTGTGTAGCCGGCATGTTGTTCACAAAATGATTGTAAAATAAGTCATTATTGGAATGATTTCGCAACATAGCAGATAAGAGAAATGGTGTAAATATGTCGGCTGGTTGCGTTAAAATAACATATTCAAGCACATCCGCTTTATCAATTAACTTGTATATCAAAGAACGGCATGCATTACCCACTAAAGGGTGCACATCCATAAATCTAACAAATACATTAAAATCATATCTGTAAAGCATATTGTAAATTGTAATTAAATTCTGATCAAGAAATACATTCGCTGTGACTACTTCTTCCAACTGGTCTAAAAAATAATTTATAGTTGAATTATCAGCATTTTCGCGTACGGCGGCAACCAAACAGTAAACAATAAATCGAGCGTAATTTCCAGCAGGAATTTCTTGTGCTATGCAACTTTCAAATAATTTCGTTAAAAAATCCAATGGCACCGTTTTGTCATAATCATCCAAAGGTCTACTTCGTTCAAAAAAATCTACTTCACAATCAGAACTATTTGTGTAGACTAAAAAACTTTGTTTGTACTCGTGATACAAATATTTTAAGAAAAGATTATGCAAATCTTTCTTGAATAAGGAACTGAATAATTCTTTGAATGTTTCACATTTTGGTATTTGATTACACGCAAAATCAGGACTACCATCACAAAATTTCACTGTGCGCGGATAAATTGAATATTGTGCAAAAGAAATACCATTAGTCAGAGCTTCAACTAATTTATCTGGCAGATGCAGCATTTTATCGAACTTGAATAATTATTAATATTTTCAAATGTTAATAATTATTTGAATTGCAATTTTTTTCAATAGCTTCAGCGATCATCTTTTTAACCTGGCCATCAATGTAATAACATTTTAATTTGCGACTATTATTGGATGAACTTGATGAACTTGATGAACTTGACGAACAATCAGATTTGGATTCACATTCCAAATCTCTAAACTTTTTCGTAGGTCTATCTTCATCTATTTCATCCATTTCATCCATTTCATCCATTTCATCAACTTCATCATTATCCGAATCTCCGTCTGCAAAACGTGGAATTGGACGCAGATTTTTATCGATTAGATCATCTTGATCTTCAAATAATTCATCATCAGTTCCCGGTGGTTCATCACTCCACTCTGGATCTGTATCACAATATCTTCTTGGCAAAGGAGGCTGATCAAAATCTATTTTTTGTAAAACACTTTTATCCAGAGTTTCCAACTTGATAGATTCTGGGAATTGTTCAATAAGAAATTCCAAGGTTTGAGAACTTATGTCAAAAATGTAACCGTTCAAAAATTTCATGCCAAACTTGCACCCCAATTTAGTTGCAAAAACAATGTTATCGTGATCAACAAAATTAAAACCGTCGAATGCTCTTCGATCGTCATATGTTTCATCTCTGGTGCGGCACAACATATCTTCGACACTGTGACATAGTTCGTCATTTGTATCAATTAATTCAAGTAACTTTTCTTGAAAACTTTTACACGATGTGAAATGTTTTTTACCATCGTAAAGTTTTCGAGCATACATAAAGTTTTTTACCACATTTTCAGAATTTACATTTACTGATGCACCATATTCTTCGATTAGCCGAATTGCAATTTCAAATTTGCCTTTGTGGATACATGCTGTCAGTGGTGTCAATGATACGATGGTATCCAAATCGCCTTTCATTGAACCAATGTATCCACTTGGGTTATTCGTTTGATCGATTGTCCACAGCAGATATCCGTGCATATCAATTTTGGAATCAATATCCACACCATAAACATGTACCAATAGTTCCACGATATTAAACATATTCAATGATGCTGCTATAATTAGATATTCCGCTAATTGTTCAGTTTTACGATTAGGATCAATATTTTGATTCAGATATTCGACAAACTCTTGTTCAAATCGGCCTCTTAACAAACTCATCTGAGATTTTGGAGAAGTCGGCACGTAACCTTGGTTTAGAAGCTTTTTCATCATATTTTGATTTGTGTCATCAAACATGTCAAATGGAAAATCAATGTTCGAATGCCATTCCATAAAATAATCAAAGTTTTCATCAATGTGATCTTTCATGCACTGAAGTAGAACCTTATTTAGAACATCAGCTGGTTCGCTGTGTGTAATGATTTTTCCACCAAGCAATTTATCCCGTAAATTTTGTAATTTTGATCCAGTTTCACTAACAGAATCCAGATTCCTAAGTGTTCCGGCTAAAAATATTCCATAATAACATATTTGCCATAAAACTTCGAGATCAATGTTGGATTCTAATCCAACCAGATCATTGAACAATTGGTAATGTTCATCTAGACAATCAGATTTGTAATTAATTTTTTTTACAAGAAGATTTGATGTACCAGCCAGACCAAAATATCCGCGATCCGGATCGTGTAAATAGTACATGAAGCTAAGCAATTCATTATGGTATTGGATCAAATTGAACAAATAATCATAAAATTTTTGCGCCAAAAAGTTCAAAAATACACACAGTGCAATATTCGGCTTATATGTCGCATTTTCTAAAGATACATTTTGAACTGCACCCAAAAAGGAAAGTGATTTCGCTGAGTAAGCCTCAAGTTCAACATAAAGTTCATAAAATTCGGTTTGGTTTGATACAAATTTAGCATTAGCCCCTTTTTTAAACACCACATCCATTAAACATGGTGCAACATGTTTGTAATTCAAACCTTTTCGTAGAACAGCTTGAAGTTTGGGTGGTATGCTTAATGATGACATTTGATTATTTAATTGTCAAGATAACTTTTTAAGTTACACATCAGTTCAGCTAATTTATTTTGTGATTTTGCAATTTCAACTTCTGTTATGATTTCCAAACATAGTTTCTCAAGTTCAGCAGCGCTGCCAATTTCAAATAAATCATGGAACTTAGTCCTAAATACATTCACGTCAAATTGACATATTCTCATCAAGTTTTTTACACAAAGTTTAAATTCGACTGCATCCAAATCTAATATTCCCATTTCAATTAGATTTAACTTTTGAATGTCAATGAGACCGTTATCAAAAGATGTGCAGGTCAAAATTGCTATCAGCAGCTCTGGATCTGGGTAAATGGGTTGCCATATATGTTTGTAGTGCTCCATAAATGCGCTTACAATATCATATCGAGAACCATTTAATAATTTAATACAAATTGTTCTGTGTATCATCTCGTGACCCATTTCAATCAGAACATCAGTTAAATCGAATCTTTTGTGCAAAATTAATGCATTCCCGATTTTAGGAATTAACTTTGCATCAAAAGATTTGTGCATCAATTCAACAAAATTTTGTTGCGAAATTGTAATTTTTCCAACGATTATGTCAAAATCATTAATTAATTCTTCTGTATTGTGCATATCAAAAAAGTCTATGATCGGGAGCAAAATGTCATCATCTGTTTCCAAAATTGTTTCTATTAAAACTTTAACGATATGCTGATTTGGATCAAGTTGTGCGCAAAAGTTATTAATGAAATTATGTTTAGCCTTGCGTTGTAATTGTTTGATAAACATGGACATGAATGGGTAACAAGTTTGATATCCAAGAGCAACCTTTTGAATAAAACTTTCTAATAAAGCATCATTATGACATATTTTTGATGCATGTTCGATAAAAAATTTTGAAGGAAATTCGCAAATTTCGATCAAATATTCATACATTTCAATATCTTCCAAATCACATGCTATCTCCAGTAAGACATATTCACTGTATGGTGTCCCTATGTCTCTAACATAATTATGAAAGTCTTTTACTGTATCGAGTGTTAAAACAAATTCGTAAGATTCTTGTGTGAGAAAGATTCTATTATCTGATCTTTCAGGATTTGGGTAAGGATTTGCTGTTAAAAAATTGTGAAGGTTACGTGAATTTTGATCTAATTTATTGTAAATACAATGATGGTTAAATTCTTCGACTGATTCAAATGGACATTGTTCCAGTTCCTGAGGTAAAATTAGGAAAATTAATGGGATATGTTTAGCAAACATTTGATATGATTGAAAAACTGAATTATTTAAGAGCAATATATTTATGTGCAATTTTTTGCAAACAAATATATTGATCAGATTATGACATGGGTTGAATATTCACGATAAGCATCAATCATTTCACCAGATAATTTTAATTTAATTTTATCAAAAAATTCCTGATCCAAATCGCAACCGATCTTTGCTAAAAATTTAATCTTATCTACACCATATTGATAAAGCTCTGTAATAAAGCGATCCATGCAAACTGCTTGTATTGTATCAGTTATCGTTATCAATGACAAAATTGGCTCAACGATATGTTCCATATTTTTTTGTGTCATCGACATCAAAGAATTCACCAGTTCTTCAGATTTATAATTGGGATCAGCGCCGTGTGAAAACAATTTCATAGCCATATCATAATTACCATATGAAATAGCAAGATTTGCTAAACTCGCTTTTGGACCAACCCAATCGTCAATTACTTTGTGCAAAACTCCTTGATTCAAATCAAAACTTGTGCCAACAAAATCCAATGTGTGGCACAGTAAATCATTGAAATCATTGTAAATTGCATATCTCAATATGAAATCAATTAGCTCGTCAGGGTTTGTTTCCATTGATAAAATATGTGGTAGGTAGCTTTCCAAAAGTTCCAAAATTTCGGGTTTATTAGAATATTTGAGCATGGAAATTATGTCCGACTTTCGCATTTCGTACCCACCATCAAGATAGTGCCTGATCACTTTAATGTTTGATGCATACTTCAACATGCCTGGCTTCAAAATATATGTCGGGTGCATTTCTATGAAATATTCGCCATCTCTCTTCAAGGAAGCGGAAAAAATACAAATATCAACGAAAGCATCTGTATTATCAATTCTTTCATGGTCTTCAAAAATACTGTACAGGTATTGAAGTCTGGCTGAATTTTTTACTTTGAATGCGTTTTCATAAGATATTGACCACAAATTCCTTAAGCTCAAGTTTTCGTGCAGCAATGCATTAAGCAAGTCGAAAATGATATCATGAATATTTTTTAACAGATAAACATCCGTGCCACGTGCAAAAGCATTTCCAACATATCCAACATTATTCACAGGAAAAAGTTCAACGGAATTCATAATACGTTTATCATAAATTGCCCATTCAACATATGTTTTAAAATGATATTTTAACATCCAAATTAAAAATGTGCATGCATATACGCGATTCCATATTACAAGTTTTGATTGATCTTTGGATTCCAAATAATCAAAAACTTCATCCAAAGTTTCAGCTTTACATTGAATTTTGCCAATTAATTGTGATGCAACGCACTTTAAATCGACGCCTTTAGCCAAAGCTTCGGATATTTCTTGCGGGAGGATTATGACAGACATTGTTGGCTGATATTTTACATTAAAATATTGATGTAAAATATCAAATGTGCAATTTTTTTGGAAAAATATTAACACAGTGTAACTCATATTAACATTGCGTGACTCATATTAACATCCCAAGAATTTGCATACGCAAACTTCTCGGTCTGTAAATAGGATCCAAAAACTGCGTTAAATTTTTCTTGAAAAATTTTCTGTTGAGAATACTTTTGGAATGAGTTAAACTTAGAACAAGACAGCATTTTTCAAAACAAGGGATAATATCATTCAATTGTTGTTGTGTTAGAAAGTTACCCACAAATGGTGTTATGTGATTATGTGCATTATTTATTTGATCTTGTGTTAATGACATTGTTTGGTAAAGGATTTTGAGTTTTGATCGCAATGGCATATATCCAAAGATTTTTTCGGCAACATGCATGCCTGCTAAAGTTGTTGTTATACCGAATACAAAATCCACAAAGTAAGTAAAAAAACCTTCATATCTGTACGCAAACATTGTATCAAAAATTTTCTTTAGAATTGGATCTGGGTTTGATTTCAAATGTCTAGCTAGATTGACCCAAGTATCTAATAAAAACCTTTTTGGTATGAAGGGTATTAATATTTCAACATAGCGCTCATTATGTTTTAAAAAATCGCAATTACATAAATCTTTTATATTTGGATAATATCCAATGGATAAAACGTAAGTGAGAATATCGCGCTGACCGTGTTCAATTGCGATTTCTATTAGAGAATCACCCAAATAGAAACCACATTTAACTAGTTTTTGGATCATGTGCAAGTTTCCATGTTTAATAGCATCCTGAATACATGAGGAATAAAAATTAGAATCTTCTCGTAAATAATCAGGTAGGTCTGAACTATCTGAGCTATCTGAGCTATCCGTTTCATCTGAACTGGCCGAATCACCTGAATCGGACTTGCGTTTACATTTTGATGCTTCATGCATACGATTAGACCAAGCAATTAAATAATCAAAGACTTGCTCATTGCCAATACTAATAGCTCCCCTAATTCCGTATCCGACCATTATATTCAAAAACCATTGTTCTATTTGTTCACCTTCAACGATCTTAATAATTTTATCATAAAGATCAGGATCAGTTGAATTTTCTTTGATAAATGTTTCCAAATAACTATTTGGTGGATTTTCAAGAGGGTCCATTTGTCATAAATAATCTAATGGTAGAAACTGATAACGTAAATGTTTATGCAATCAATTTTTAATGATTTATGGTTAAGGCAAACTTCTTGGTCTGTAAATATAACGTTGAACATTATATTAACATCCCAATCGTTTGCATATGCAAACTCCTTGGTCTGTAAATATTTAGAAAATCATATTAACATCCCAGTAGTTTGCATATGCAAACTTCTTGGTCTGTAAATCTGGTCTAAAGATCTGCTAGATTTGCTAAGATTTTTTTGTGTGGCATGTTTAATGCGCGATTGCTTTTGATAGTCGTAAACAACAGCATTGTAGGCAATTAAATGTGCGTATCTGTCTTGGGTATCCGGGTTTGATATTGGATACATTTCAGTCATGATTTGCATTTTCATGCGAGTTGTTTGATAATTGAAAAATATTACACTAAAGTTTGTTGTCGATCTTGCAGCTAGTGGATCCTCGGAGGAAATGAATTTGTTCATCGACAATGACCGAATGTCTAATGACGTTGTTAGTGTTATACCCATTAACAATTTAATGTAGAAGTCGCATAAATCATCAAACCTGTAAGTAATGATTTGTTCCAAAAGTTTTTGGACATCTTTTTCTTTAAGGCTTACCATTAATGTTCCACAAATATTAAGCAAGTCACCTTTCCTAAAATATGGAATAAATTTCGGCGCAAGTTCACGATTTTCATCCAAAAACAAATAATTCATCACAGAGCTACTTGTTGTTGGTACAGCTCCAATCGATATCGCGTAATCAATAATATGATGATGTTTGTGTTTAATTGCTTCTTGCAACATAGCACAACCATAAATATTAGGATCAATACCGGATTCTAATATTATTTTTAATAATGACAACTTTCCCTGCGACAAAATTTTCATGTAAGCATAAGAAAAATAATCATTTTCATGAATTGTCTGCAATGCAGTTCCACGTCTTTGTGAAGGATGATCTGATATGCTAACTTTAAACAAATATTCAAATATTCTATCATCCTCATGATCAACAGCGACTCCCAGAGCATTGACAGCTTCCATTTTTGCGAAGAATGCTTCCGGCATCTTCATTAATAACGAATTAATAAAAGCCATTACTTTCTCATACGTATCGGGCGCATTTTCAATGATTAATTTTTCAACATTGTCAGTAGTTGCAATCGAGTAGAGAGAACTCATTTTGTGAGCACTATTGATGTCAATTGATAATCCTATCTGGCAATACGATTATCAATTTTTAATCAAAAAGTGTCATCTGTGTACGCAAACTGCGTGGTTTGTAAATGGCACCTAAGGTAAATACAGTATGTTGCCAAAAACGTTTCTTGATCAAGATAAGTTGATCAAGTTGTTCTTTAAGATTTTGTCTGCGGGTATCATCAGATTTTGGTAGGCGATGATGAAATTGTTGATGACAATGCATATATTTGTCACGATTGGCCAAACAAACACCACTAGCGAAAACAAACTTAGTTCTGTAATTGATATAACCAAAAAATAAGTTAATAAGCCATTGTGGGCTTATCGACAAAATCAAAAACATTAATCCACAAATATTATTGATAGACATATCATCAAATCTGTGTGATAGAATGAGACGAAGTGGACCTTCACACTCATTCAATTTTTTAATGGCATCTTGACAAATATCAAATAATTCGTCTTTTTTGAAATACGATACTAAATTTGGATAAAAGTCGATATTTGCACCTATGTTGTAATAAACGGCGATGAAATTACTAATCGTCGGAACTATTCCAATTGATAACGCATATGATATAATATTATAATTTTTATGATCTAAACCGCAACGTAAAATTGCATCATTGTGATAGCTCATATCAAAACCCAAATCGGATAATTTTTTAATTATTGACAAATGCCCGTATTCAATTGCTTCTCTGTATCCTCTACCAAGAAACTCGTCAACCATTTGTTGTAAATATTGTTTTTCATTATGTGGAGCATGTTTTATTTCATCACATAGTGTACCATAAATGAGAACGAAGATATCGATCTTTCCTGTTTGCATTGCGGCTTGCATACCATACCAACAATTTTGTCTCGAATCATATTTGAATTTATTACCAATATATTGATCGAAAATAATTTTAGCAATTTTATCGTACAGTGTTACAATTGGTGCAAATGAGCCAGTTATGATTTTTGTTTTAGATACAGATTTACCAGCTGGCAACCATCCATCATCTTTGTCTGCATATATCACTTTTGCAATATTAGTTTCCTTTCCCATTTTCAATAACAGACTGACATAAATTGTTATTAATTATCGGCAAGAATTTCTGATATGCAATTTTTAATTAAACAAAATTGCATATTTTTTCTCGGACTCTAATTTGATGTGATATTTGATAATATTCATAAATAAAACACCTATTTCCTCATGAGTTGCTTCTTTGGTCGATTTGCTATTTAAATAAAGAGCTGTGATGTGCATAGCCAACGCATTGTCCCAACAATTTTTGATGTTGTATTTGACAAAAATATCTGTATATTTATTGTAAGTTTTACTGTTGCACCGAGTATTGGCATTATGGTAAGCAAGCTTTTCTTCAAAATCTAAATTGTTGTATGGAATAATAGTTTCATAATCAGATGTCATAAGTCTGGTTTCTGTTGAGACTTTGGAATAAGGTTGCAAATAAATTGTTCCTGTAAGGTATTCAGTTACCTTGACATTGTACCCCAACCTGAATTTCAAATATGCGAATGCTGGATTTATAATTTGGCACCAGCGTTTTTGCATTGACATATCATCATCGACCAACTTATCCATAGCTTCAATATCGCCGCTTCGTTTATGTTGTCCAATATCCAAATCTCTAATGTCGCACATAACTAATATTCTTTTAGGATCTTGTGCATAGGCTTCAGCATTTAGATCAGTAAAATACTGTTGATAAATTTTTACATTAGTTTTTTCTTTGAGACTCGAATCGAATCTTCTTGGATCCCATAGGTGAAAGGTCACATCAGGATACAAATCAGCCAACATACCAATATGTGTACCAGGAGCCGCGCCTATATACAAAACCAAATCTCCTGCTTTAGCGTGCATTGATAAGAAAATTAGTTCTGCAAAAAATAATTTTAATTGACCAATATGAATAACTTTTTTCGCACAAGCTGCCAATGATTTTTCATAGGAAGTTTTGTGTTCAGGAGGGATCTGGCTAAATTTATAGATCATTTATTGTTCTCAAAGCTTGTCTTTGAGAATAATAAAGATAATTCAGCAATTAATTACTAAATTTCATGTTGCCTTTATTATTTGCGCTTACAAAATTTCTTACTAAAGAATAAGAATGGAAATTGGTAGGTCGAGCTCACTAGAACAATCACTCACAATTTTATCAGATAGAGTAAATGAGGATAAAACAACACCCATTATTGTGACATTTAAAGGCAAAAAATACGATTTAACATCATTTGTTTACAAGCATCCAGGAGGTGCTAAATATATTCTCGGGTCAAATGGTATGGATATTGAATCTTTAATGCGAGAATTTGAACACAGTAAGAATGCCTATTTGAAATTAGAATTGTTACGGATTAATTAATTAGTAACAATTTTCATCTTAAAAAATTCTTTTTGTATTGCATGCACACAGTGCTATGTGTTTATCTTTATGACAATGCAAACATTTGCGTTGATCGTGATCTTTTTGGTAAAATGTTAGGGCCAAATTCACATACATGTTAGTGTTTTCTGATGCAGTTACAACTTCAAATGCATGTCCTAATGATGTGCAACCGTTGGCAATTTGATTAAGCGTCAAATCTTGAGGCCATAAAGAACGAATTTTTACACAATGTTTGACACCTTTTCTGTAAAAGTGATAGGTTTGACATGCAATCTTAATTTCGCATGTGGTTTGAGATTTAATTTTTTGAATAGAATTATAACAAACAATAAGCTTGCAGATACCGGCCAATAAATCTTTGTCCTCCAAATTTGGTATATGTGGATTTATTAATGAAATAATGTTTTTGAAAACAAAATCCATGTAAGTATGCAAATGGTTGAAATTTGTTGCAGCGTTTAAAATTTCGTTATCAGTTTGTATTTCTTGTTTGATTGATTCAAATATGTTATCACTGGTTTTGCATCTGCGTATAAGTGGTCTACTGCCTTCTGATTTAGATAAACCAGATGCTTCGAAAAGTATCGGTGAGCCCAAATCGCGAATATCTTCTCCACTCATTTGTATGCAGATTAATAGATTATTGAAAGATATTTATCTGAAGATTGCACCTATAACCAGACGCACATAAAAAATAACTAAATTATCATTTTAGTGAAAAGATTCCATCATGGCATCTAAATTTAACTTGGACGAATTTCTTCACAATTACGAACCAAAAAGTTTGGAATCAGAGCTTTCATCTTACATACGAAATCCAAAATTGCAAGATTATTACGTAATGGAGAATCTGGATGACATTGTTGGAACTAGAGCATATATTAGATATGTTAATATTGCAACTGCTTTTGATGGAACACCAAAAGAATCAAAAATAAAAGCCGGTGGTTTTCTGATAGGTGGTGGATATTACTATAGAGGTAAACTTATTCAATGTCAAAAAACTGAACATTGGACGCATTTAGTTTTGAAATTTGATCCAAGTTTATTTGGAGATTTGCAACTTCCAGCAAGAATTTTTAGCGTAAGTCTGAGCAAAAATTACATATTTTATCACAAGAATTCCAATATGAGAGGATTAATTGGCAGAATGAAAATTGAATTGCTTGATTTTTAATTTGTTATTGGATATATCATCAAAAAACAAATTGAGCTAAACAGCAACCTTCTTATTGTGCTTTAAGTCATATGCTGACAATTTTTGTTTGACATCTTTAACAGAATTTTCTGATCTGAAACAATAAGAATCCACATCAACGATCCCATCATATGTCCAAGCCAAACGAGTAACAACAATCTTGTATGGATTGAGAACAATGTTGATATTGCGTAAATAGCAATCATTGTAAATTTCTGGCATGCAACTATCAATCTTGAAACTGACGTATTTGGGCTTCAGAATGGAGAAGGTATTGATTGTGTTGCGGATTTTTTTCATGAGTTTAGTTTCAAATGCAGCTGGCTCAACAAATCGGACGTAAAGTTTCCTTGTGTGTTTTTCCTTTTTGGAATGAATTTCAAAGAACTTGTAAATGGGATTTTGATCTGAAATCTTTGTCAAAACGTCGAATAGTTCTTCAGCTCCAACTTCGGCTTCTAACAAAGTGTCAAAAGTGGCAACATAATGCTTTTTGCCATAAGTTGGATTATTCGAAATCAAAGTTTTGACCGTAACATAAAGCATGTCATCAAGAATGTCTCTTTGAGTCATTTTAAAGAATACTCTGTCTGTACGTTTGCAAAAGGCAAACGATAGAATACTCTAATTATAGATTACAGCTTTCAGTAAAAATCATTGTGCAATTTTTTAATATTGACCAATAAAAATTGCACAAATAATTGGCTCAATACCCTTTATTTAATTTTATTATTATTCAGCTGTTTTGACAGAAATCGCATTTTGCAAAAATGATTAGTGATATATTAGTCATGTGTTATAGGAATAACGTCATCAACAATCACACAATTTTTGGAGCTGTTGTTGGAGCAGCCAGCGTATTTGTTTTTAATGGAGCAGCTCGTGGATCTCTTGTGAAAAACATTGTAACATTTACCAATGGATTGCCATCTTATTTGCCATACAAAATTATTGGCGGTGGCTTATTAGGCTCTCTAGCGACGAGTGTCGTCATGATTTGTTTTGACAAACATCCAGTCTATGCATCTTTTGTTAGACCACACGATACAAAAATTAGCTTTAATATGGGAATGTGTCTTGGATTGGCATCCTGGTTATTTATTCCTGCCTGGAAATATAATCTAACAACAGCATTAATTTCGACAATTGTTTCGAGTCTAGCAACTAATTCGCTTATTGAATCAATCAAAAGTTGGCGAATCACAAAACAACTGATTGGATCTATTCAAGGATCCGACTTGATTGACCTAAATGGAGAAGTTATGCAGATCGCAAATTCACAAAACGCATTGGTGGATTTTTCTGATACAAAAGCTGCAGTAAAAAGATCTGAAGATTTTTTTGATGTATCACGAATATCAGAAGAAGAAATAGCGGATTTAATGGAAACATTTGATCCTGAAGAACAAGATAAAACAATTGATTTTCCATTAGTGCCAAGTAAACGAGTGGCAGCCAAAAATCCACACGTTGTTGAGTCATTCTTCACGTTAGCCGACGAAGAAGAAATGGAAAAACATGGTTTCAGACAAAGTGATTCGGCTGTTAAACCTGAAGAATTAGAAAATCCTGTAGCTCCGGTACCTGTATAAATCAATGATTAAATAATATTTAATCATTGATTTCCATCGCGTTGCTGTATAAATTAAGAATCCAACAATGTTGAATTCTTAATTTCCATCGCGTTGCTGTATAAATCAACAATTCAACATTATTGAATTGTTGATTTCTATCGCGTTGCTGTACAAATCAACGATTAAATAGTATTTAATCATTGATTTCTATCGCGTTGCTGTACAAATTAACAATTGAATGCTATTGAATTGTTAATTTTAAATGCGTCACTTAATAAACTTTTTCCCAAATGTAACCATGATTTCTGGCGATGGTTCTAAATTGATCTTCAGCCCATGTGCAGACGGGAACATTATTCATCAAAACATATGTGCGTTCTCGTGTACATAAACTGTAACATGGGGAAGAAATACTGTCAGCAAGCTGTTTGATAGTTGTGTTATTAATAAGTCTTAGTGGAAGGATCTCCTTGTTATCATACCAAATTGGATGACCTGATTTAATTTGAAGTGGACGATCGGGTATATCAGCGCCAAGAGAATCCTTTTCCATCACAACATACACATCCGTTGAGCAAAATTTGATTCCATAAATTACATCAATTTCTTTACCATTGATGTCCAAAACTTTGGTTCCTGGCTGCAAATCTTTAATTTTGATTTTTTCATTTGGAGTGTGTACCAGTGTATCACCATGCACACAGGCGACGCTGATAATTGATGGCGGAGTAAAGGTATCCGATCCGTCATCATAAGTTGACGTATGATTGGGATCCAAATCAACTCCTCCGTCAGTTGGTGGGTTAGGATTTGTTGGATTTGAGGGATTTGTTGGGTTTGAGGGATTTGTTGGGTTTGTTGGATTTATGGGACATTTAATTTTGCAATGATGTTTAGTATTATTGGCAAAACAATAACGTCTGGGATTGAAATTACGACAAGGAAGTTTTGCATAAGTGTCAGTATGACTTCCTGAGCACAGTTTTAAGTAAACATGTCTTCTGTCTCTATCCAATCTGACATGGCAATCTGCGACTCCAGGAACTTGAGCTGAATATCTGCAAACATCCATATTGTATTTCATGGTAATCGTTGCAGTGGTTCCAGTATCTCCAGATGAAATTTCTTCAACAATAATTTCCACACCTGATGGATAAGCAGATACTTCCACATTAAAGTTGCCTGTGGATCTAGGTTTAACACTAAACGTAAGCTCATTTAGTGTGTGAATTGTAAAAGTTTGATCGGAGTTGTTAATCATTTGCACTTTGACAATGTGCTTAATAACGTGATCAGGATTTCTCTTGCAATGAGGCCATTTAATTGTTGCCAACACGTCTCCTTCAGAATCGACCAGTTGGAGAATTTCACTTGATTCTGATACTAGTGAATAAATTCTGTTAGCAACATGTTTGATGCTAAATTTGACCGTCCCTAAAACTCCAGACAAAATTCCATCCTTTAAAGTAAGAATCAGTACTTCAGGATAAACTGCATAGAATTTGGCAATACCAGTACTGGATGGCAGAATGCTTGTGTTAAAAGATGCAATATTACTTGATGTTCCAAAGTAAACTAAAATTCCATTTACACTGATCGAATTTGCTCTCTGATTTACGACCTTAACCGGATGCAAATACTCGTAAATTTCAGTTGCATGTTTTTCAAGTTTATCTGCATAAGAGAAAGTAATGATCTCCTCCGAACTCAAATTTTTCAACAAAATTGTTACAGTTGCGGCATTTTGAGTGATTGCAAACGAATTGTACTTAATACCAATTTTCTTTTCTTCGGAGTGAATAAGACCATTTATGCAAATTTCAAATATGACACTTGATGACCCTGAAGGGATCGAGTCGCCATGAGACACATCGCCTTGATTTAACACCCCTGTGACCACTGAGCCGAATGTGACCGTAATGGGTGCTAGCTTAGTGATAGGCATAATTATATTAATATAAACATTTAAAAATAGCCAATGTAAGGCTTTTAAGAACAATTAATTACTGGAAACCAATGCTTGGTACAAATCAGGGTTAGTTTTTTTAGCTAATTCAATATGTTTCGAGTGATTCAAACTGAATTTGTATTTAGAATCTGCCTTCAAATTATGGGATTGCGCGACAATCCATTTAACAGCACGATGAGCAGCCATTTCCACAGCAAAATCTAGTGAATCAACTTCGCAACCACATTCTGACAAGAATTTCATCATTGTTGTATTTTCATGACAAATAGCAATTTTCATAAGCAAATTATTGTGATGAGTGATTGCACATCCATTTGTGTTCGAATTTAATGCTTCAAATTTAATGAGCGCAGCCAAATCATTTTCTTGGCAAGCACTAATACAATGATCATATGGACTAACAGCAGTAAACCATTTTTGATACCAATATTTAGTTGAATCGACCATTTTTTGAATTTGTTTTGAAACATCTTCTTTGACAAGGAAACCCAAATCAGCTCTTTTTCTGATTGTCATGTAATCAAAAATAATTTTCATTTTCTCTTGATTAATTGACATTGCTTCTGTAATTAGATCAAGGAGAGCTTCATTTGGCAGCTTATTAAGGAATCTGGTCAAAAATTTATCAAATGAATCTGCAGAATCAGCATACATACTACCAAGTAGAACATTATAAGCACATGTTGTTTCTCCACATGCCTCAATAATCAGCTCGACTGCATCGATATTGTTGTTTCTGGCGCATAAGAACAACGGACAGCAATCACGATCAGAATTTGGTATGTGATTATCGCGCGGTTTCTTAAGCAATTCTTTAAGAATTACAAAATCAATGACTTCTTTGTTGAAGATTGAATTGTAATCTCGATGTGATTCAATTCCTTCCAATGCGGTTGATAAATTTTTTTTAGTATTTTTCACACCAGGTTTATTTTCCACATTCACTATTTTTTGTGTAGGTTGCTCCTGCCTACGAACGGTTTTACGTCGCTTTTGCAAAGCTTTTAGTGTAGGCATATTGTCTGCAAATTAGTTATACATTTTAATTTATACCGGAATTGAGTTTCCAAAATATTTCATGGTCACTTGATCTCGAATACACTAAATATAAAAAATTGCCTGAAAAATTATCTATAATTTGCAGATTTATTGATAAACATATTGAACGTTCGCAAATAATGTCGAAGCGAACTGCGATTCCTGAAGAATATCTAAATGATATTGCCTATGACAGTGATGATATGGAAACAATAAATGCTAAAATTAGAAATTTAGAGATGCAACAAAGTTCGAGTTCAGATACATCTTCAGAAGATATCGAGACTGATATTGAGTCTGATATCGAGTCTGATGTTGAAATTGATTCAGATGAAGAATATGATCTGGATGAAGAATATGATCTCGAAGCCCAACTTTCTTCAAGTTCAAAATCTGATTTGGATGAAGAATTTGAAGATGATACACTATTAAACCTGATTCCAGGAAATTGGTTTGAACTTAAGGCTTACTCTGCACAAAAATCTGAACCTTATGATAGAAATCGTTTTCAGGCTGAATTGCAAAACCATATCGATACATGGTTTGATAAAATGTCTCACATTCAAGGTGTTGGTCAAGCTAATGTCAAAATAACTAATGTCGAATTCTGCTTAACTGATGAGAAAATGCAAAAGATTGCCACTTATTTGGAAAATGAAAATCGTCATCCTCTTATTACGTTCCATGGAACAGCACCTGCAAACATTGATCCCATAACAAAAAATGGATACCTAATTGCTGGTGTAGACAAAATCAAAAGAGCACATGGTGCTGCAAAAGGTGTTGGTGTTTATTCAAGTCCACACTTATCAGTTGCCGCCGGGTATGTATCAGGAACCTCGCGAAAAGTTATTGTTAATTTTGTTTTAATTGGAAAACCTAAATTAGTATCCGATATTGAAGCCAATGTTTCACGCGACAATAAAACAAAAGCATATATAGATGGAACAACAACGCGCATTTTGTATGGTATGACTATGTTAATTTGTTCAGATAGCGATAGAATTATTCCTGTGGCTATTTTGACACTTTAGAATTTTGTTGATAATTTTTATTAACAAAATTAATTAATGCCAATTTTTCGTCGTAAACCCTACATGCGTCAGCATTAGGATTTAACCCAAAGAATTGGCTAGTGCCAATTCTTTGTAGTAAACCTCTCAGATAAACTTCGAGATTTATTCCGGAAATTGGCTAATGCCAATTTTTCATCGTAAACCCTACATGCGTCAGCATTAGGATTTAACCCAAAGAGATTGGCTAGTGCCAATTCTTTGTGGTAAACCTCTTCAATAAACTTTGATATTTAGGATAAGGTCTAATGGCTCTGTAGTCGGTTGTCAGACCGTCGATATTGAAAGTCGCATCTTCGTCGTTCCAAATCTCTTCCAAGAACTTAACGATGTTACTTTGCACACCCAAGAAAGCAGCGGTGAACAAAATACCATAATTATCTCTGCCTCCTCTCCATGTGGCATACAAATATTTGGAGTCAACTTTCATCAAATAAAGTACGCAAATAATGAACAAGATTTGCAAGATAATCGCTGCATAAAATGGCATATTGAACGTTTTGGCGAAAAAGTCAACGACTGTATTTACAAAAATACCTAACAAAATACCGAGAACAATGTCGAGCAGTATTCCTGTACCATATGAAATAAATGATTGCCCTGGTCCATCCGAATCTGTTTTGTGCTTCTTATTGAAAATATTATCAGACATTTTGCAACCTTGTGGTTTATGTCTATAATTATCCTAAGACTTAATCAGATAATGTATTTCGACGAGAACTTGCATGTGATAATAATTGCCAGTGCTAGTTTTTCGCGCAAACACAAAATTTTCTTATGAAAAATTATTGGTATAGTCATGTCTTGCTCAAGCTGTGTTGGTGGATTTGTTGGTAGTCCTTTTGGATATCAAAATTATGGATATGGTTACAATTTCGGCCTAGATATTGGTCAAGGGTCTTATCATAACGGTTACAGACAGCCCTGCAATGCGCAAACAGGAACAGCAGCTTGGATTGCTAATCAACGAGGAGATTGGAGGTATCCTAGCATCCCTTACCCTACAATTCCTCAACATGGATATCCTACTCACTGGCCTTATTACATACCTAGTTACAGTGGTATCCCTATGGACGGATGTTTTACGTGCAAGAGGTAAACTCTTGAACGCAAAACATACTTTTTTAATTAATTCGATGAAATCGAATTAATTAAAAACGGATGCTTTACTTGTAAATGGATGCTTTACTTGTGAAAGCAGATATTTACTTCATTTGCAAAAACTAAAACAATTACTTTTTACTTAATCCACTCCGTCAACCTCTTAAAATGTTTTTAAACACTATAATCCCGTAATGGCGTCAATTAAAAACAAAAATAGAAAGCCTAAGTGTCAAGTCGCGTACGATGAAACATATGGTTTTAAAACAATAAACTTTGGCGGAAATGGCAGAGATGCAGCATATGACATTGTTGAAGTTCCTAAAGGATATGTTTTAATTGGACCTGTGGGTATGCCTAACAGTATTGGAACTGTTACACCAGTTTATGGTAGTGTAATGCTGGATAAAAAAACTGGTGAAATTGTTCAATCGTATGGACAAGTTACAACTAAATTCCCAGGTAAGCCCAATGGAGCTGATGTTCCAGTAGTAGCACTCGCAGATGGCACCAAAATTCTTTTGGGTGGTTCAGCTAATTTTGGTATTTATGATCCACCAACCAATACTAATAATTTGCTTGCAGCTATGGCAAAGTACACTTCAGATGGTGTGCTTGATTCCACTTTTGGAACAAATGCTCAAGGAGCTTTTAATGGTGAAGGTTTGGTATATCAAGATTTGGATCCAAACGGTGTTAATGACGAAATTTTTGCCATGGCTTTTGATTCGAAACGCAGAATTGTTACAACAGGTTTTTCTAATCCTGGTATTGTGGTTGGAGCTGGTCCTCCATTTAACTTTGGAACATTAAGAACTCTGCCTAATGGAGTGTTTGACATTAGTTTCGGCGTCAATGGCAAAATTTTGACCGAATTTGGTCCTAGCTCCGACGACAGAGCAAATGGTGTTGTGATTACACATGATGGTAAAATTATTGTTGGTGGCCGCACTAAATCACAAACCACGGCTCTACCCACTGGTCCGTTCTTTAATTTTGCTTTGGCAAAGTTTAACGAAGATGGCAGTGTGGACAGTTCTTTTGGTAAATACGTCGGTCAGCCAATTGGAAATCAAGCAATCTATCCAGGACAAGTTGTGCAAACTATTGTTCCCAATGCTGATAACAGAATTATCAAGATGTTCGCAGTTAGAAATCGCGCTTGCGACTTTGACGAAAATTGTCCTGTTGCACAACAATGTGGTTTATTCAGAAATTTGATAAAATCCAATTTCAAATTCATTGCCGCTGGTATTGCTAGCACTGCTACTACAAGCAGTTTTGTTGTTGCTAGATATAACGCTGACGGAAAGCTCGATGTTAGCTTTGGACCTAATGGAAATGGAACTAATGTTTTCAACTTTGGTATCAATGGTACATTTGATGAATTGTATGGAGCATTTGAAGATCACTGTGGCAATATTTATGCGGTAGGAAGTACTTCAACGTTCCCATCAACATCTAAAGCAGCCGCTATTGCCAGACTCACTCCAAATGGTTTACTTGACCCTGATTTTGGACATGATGGTATAATTACATATGCATTCCCGAATACATCTACTGGTTTTGTCAGAAGTGGTGTTGCATCAAAGGATGGCAGTATCGCTTTTAGTGGTGAAGCTGTAAGGACCGGACAAACGACAGCAGATTTTATTTCTTTCAAATTTTCCCCTGTTTGAAAATTTTTTTTTGTAATTGTTAATTAATTAAGCATCCAGCTTAATTAATTAATAATGTTCAGAATTGTGATATGGTGTATTATTTTGTGTGTATGGCTTTTTACGGATATAATTTTGCTTTTTATTCCGGATAAGTGCCATTCTACCGAACTTTGTAATATCGAACTCAAACCATATGCAACACTATTTCATATTTATGCATACATAGATTTAGTCTTATTTTTATGTTTAAACTTTCCAGTTGCATTGTATTTAGTGCGCAGTGATAAAAATTGGTTTTCATTTGGACCAAGACAAACTGTTGGATCTCTTCCTAAAAAGCTCGTTGTTCTGACATGCAGATCATTACAAATTCTTTATGTAATTAGCACTTTAGTGTGGGATGGCTTTTCTATTTACAGACTCACAAAGCTGAACGATTGTTTGAAAGCCTGTCCGATGGTCTGGGGATTGGTTGGAATATTGTCGTTTCATGCAGCAAGAATTCTTTTAGTTGTGGTTAGCGAATTTATCAATTGGATCTGCACACCTGTTAGACCAAATTATCATCCAATTGCAACATATGAAACTGAAACAACAGATATTAGTGGATTTTACCATTAAGACTAATTAAAAATTGCAACATTGAAGCTTAATGAAACCTTTAAAATATCTAACAAATTAGTAAGAAAACATGAGCAATGGTATCCATTGTATATAATGGAATTGTACACGGTATTTATAATGTGCACACTTTTCTATCGGCATGTATAATAATAATGTGTGCATCCATTGTATCATTTAATAAATCATTTAACCCATGTGAATCAAATATTGGGCTCAAATGGAATATTGCGACATGGATGTACACAGTAGTAATTACTGATATAAGCTTTATTTTTGGTTTAAGTGCGCAGGTCATATGGCAACATGCACAATCAAATGAAATTGATAAAAAATACGAAATTATTTTCAGAATCTCAAGAGCTATTTATGTTGCGATTGATGTTATGATAGATATTTTGGGACTACTTTTAGTGTTAAACTACAACTCAGATTGTCATGATAAGCAACATCAATTATGGATATTTGCAGTTGACATTCTAATAGCCAGATGTTGTAGATATGCGATCGTAATATTTGGTCTCGGAATTTTTGTGTATAACAGATGCAAATGTCAATGTAAGAAATCTTACATGCCAATACCAACCCACGAAATGGAAGAGATAATTGATGTTTGAATACTCAAATTCTCGATAAGAGTTATAGATGTAATGTCCGCAGAAACACAGCCATCCATACCACCTGTAATAAAACTGCAACGAGCAGAAGAGGCTATTGTTGCAGATGAAAAACTTACTTTCAGTAAGGAGTTTGTTTTAATTGTGATTGGTGCGTTGATTATTGCTGTATCTTTCTTATGGAAAGATTATTTGGCAGCCGTTGGAGAAAAATATTTTCCAAAAAGTAGTGGCTTGCTCGGTATGTTTATATATGTTACGTTAATAACATGTATTGTTGTTTTTATTACAATGTGGCTGCGAGATATGTTTGTAGTCAAAGATAAAGAACTAGCTGAAACCAAAGTCAAAGGTTATGTTGACGTTCTTGGTATGAAAAAGAGGGCAGAAAATGCTGGTATTATTTCACAAAATGGTTACGATTTTATAAAATAATCAATCAAATTGATTATTTTATAAAATCCTAATCCAAATATTTTTGGAAACCAAAAATATTTGTGTTGCGATTTCATTAAATAATCAAACCGATTATTAAAAAATTGCAATAAAGAAATCATTACATTGTTCATTTATCCGAATTTAATTATTTTACCGTGAAATCATGAGTTTGCTTGAAATACAAACAGCTTATGCTTACGCCAGAGCATGTGCAATTAATTTTAGTGGAATTGTTAAAGAATATTCTTTTGTTACGCTAAAATTTGAAGCCATGGTCAAGAATTTTGATCCCAAAAATCCAGATTTGCAAGCAATTGTTGCTGAATATGTCACTTTGTATGACTGGACGTCATTTGATGAAAAAGCGGCAGAAAAATGGAAACCAACTGATCCTTTTGATAATAAAAAAGTTTCCCAAAGTAATTCTGTAAGGAATGTTTTTGTTTGGCTCCGTGATTTGGACTTAATGTCAGATTCAACACCAAAACTTGTGGCTAGATTAACAGAGGCTGCTGACGTGATCGTTTCATATACGTCGATCATATCACATGAAATTCCTAAAATTAAGGAACTTATCAAACGTGTTAAAAGCGCAAAAGTTGATCCAGCTGATGAAACTTGCGCGATCCCATAAAATCTGAATGATTAATTATTAGATTAATCATTCATTTGACATTTAATATGTTTTTGGTTGGAAACCAACTGAGGCAATTGAAGCCGGTGTTGTTCCTTTGGGTTTGAACATCGGAATTTGGCCCTTTTTGTAGAAATAAATGATAAGGGCGATAATGATAATTGCTAAAATAATGGATACCCATATCCATGTCGAAGTTGATGCAGTTGTAAATCCTTCTGGAATTTGATTAGACCCAGAAGGAACTTGGCTAAAACCTGGTGGTCCTCGATTAGGTGAAGTGGAATCTTGGACTGCAATTCTTTTTGTAACATAATTATTCAAATTATATGTGACTGCACCAGTTCCATTATTTTTCAATGGATATGATTCTCCAGTTACCGATTCCAAAAATATGGTCGTGTTTGGATAAATTGTTACTCCAGAAATGGTTACTGGTGGATTTGGAGTAAATGTACCAAGAGGCAATACATTGTTTCCACTCGGAGTGATGATAATTGCCCTTGTTTGCTGACTAGCAGGATTGGGGTCTGTAATAACGCGATTTCCCATTGGTTTTCTTATATTAATACACGAACATATTCTTTACTGAGTATTATGACCAATTTTTTAATTGATCATAATTTTCGAAAATCAATGGTCAGATAGCTAATTATTAATTTACATTATTTAATCAAGTCTGAGCTTGATTTAATTCTGAAAATTAATAATCAGATAGCTAATTATTAATTTACATTATTTAATCAAGTCCGAGCTTGATTTAATTCTGAAAATTAAACCATCAAACTTGGCGACATTGGTGCAGCACTATATCCTACTCCTGCAGGAACAGTTTTCTTGTTCAACATAGGAATCTGTCCTTTCTTGTAGAAGTAGATTATGAGTGCAATCAAAATAATAGCGAGGATTATGGCAACCCACATCCATCCAGAGCTGCCAGTACTAAAACCTTCAGTTGTAGGTGAAGATGCTCCACCAGTAGGAAGTCCAGAACCTCCAAAAGGAGTTGGTCCAAGGTTATCAATACGAATAGCACTTGCAGTATAACCTCCTAGCTTGTAAGTTGCATCTTGCGTGGTTGCATTTTGCAAAGGATTAGTGTTACCAGACGAATGTGTAAGCACAACATTAGTCATAGGTGCAATAATCAAAGTTTCAATGCTCACTGGGGGATTGAAATTGTAATTTCCAATGGGATATTGTGCAGTAGCTCCACCTGTTATTTGTAATGTGGCTCTGATAGGTTGAGTGCCTGCGCCAGTGCCGGCTGGAATAGTTGTAGGACGATTTCCCATATTAGATTTTGGAATACAAGTTCGTAAGATTTTATTCTATATTTTGAATTATTATCGATCCGTTGATCAATAATAATTGAAACGCAAGTAAAATTAATTTTTCATTTAGTCCAATCATTAATGCATGTAGCAAATTGCATGTACAATGATTTAGGTTTCAAAGTAAACTTGAGTGGATTTAACTTGAGGTGTGAAATCTTTAATTGTGGCATATCAATAACATTCCAAATTTCAATTGCACGCATAAGATTAAGACGATCGCGCTTAGTAAAAAGCCAAACGCAATAATTATCAATAACATTCTTTTTGTCGGAAATTGTGCATTTTTGCATGTGGAGAAAGTAACCAATTAGACTATACAATTGGCTCGGGTGATCATATTTATAACCATATTCTAACAGAATAGGTAGCGCACGGCAAGTTTGTGTATCGTGGTGACTCAATCCATTCAGTGTCCTAATAGTTGGATAACCAAAAGTGTATGATACACTTTCAATGTCAATATGTCCCGTGGTTATTAAATATTTCAAACACGCATATGCTTTTTGGTGGATGGCATTGAGTGCATCTGAACTATCAAAAATCACACCTATGCTAATTAAATATTTAACAAGTTCCACATTATCTGAACTGCATACAGCGTGGACGGCAAAGCGGTGCATCCAATCATTTTGATTAAAAAGCCTAATACCAAATTGTGTTAAAGAACAACCAACAAATTTAATTACAGACAAATCCGTTTGCCTTAATGCATCCACAAAAAGTTCTCGCATAGTTTGTTCATGATAAGAACTATTACGATAATGTCCATTATCATATTGAATTAAAAATTCTAATCCAGTCAAAAATCCATATTTCACTGCCAAGCGAATTGAGTGACATACATCTGAGCTTGGATCACAATTCATATCTGTGACTAAAAATTTTACCAAACCAATATTTTTCAATCTGATTGCTTCATATAAACATTTTTGTGGAATTTGAGTTTTTAGAGCTAATGATACTGATGCTATTTCTTCTGTGGTGGCGACCTTAATTAGTTGTTTAAAAAAGTTTGATGTATGTGTTGGGTGGATTCCATTCTCATACAATAATTTGATGTAATTGATATTGTAATTTTTTGCAAAATATTCCAACATGCATATGTCATTAATCCAATTCTCGTCGTAAAATTGCAGCAAATATGTGGCAATCTCGCGGTTATCATTTAATGAAGACTTAATGATAGCTTGTCTAAGTTTTGGATTTGAATACGAACGTATGCTTGTGGCAAACTTAACAACATCCATAAATCCTCGTTCAGCGCCAATTTCTAGCACGTCATTAAATGCTCCTCTCTTTAGAATTTTTTGGCGGTAAATAAACTCAAGAATATCTACACGGTTGGTCTCGGCCGCGATTTTAACATGTTGAGGTTTTAATCCAAACTTTTTAATAATATTTCTTACAACGTTAACTAATCCAGCAACATCATCAATAGATCCTGAAGGAATTAATTTATCAAGGTTGGCTTGCGATGCCAAGATTTCTTCAATAGTATCCATCAGCGTGGATACTATTGAATGCAATTTGATGCTTCTCCTTGAAATTTAATTAAGCAATTTTTATGCGCCTGTGGAAATCTTCCGAAACAAGTTCATCCAATAAAAATTGTTTGCATGTGTAACGATTTTGGTTTCAATACAAATTTTAATAGTTGATTTTTGTGCAAATATTTTTTTAATTGGATTTTTTGGTTTAAATTATTAAGTAATGTCGAAACAAGTTTTATTTTTCGTGGGTGTTCATAGGATGAACACGTGCGAATACACATTATTTTGTCCTTGGTTGAATATACTGAGAACAAGTATTTTAATATATTGATGTTAATGACATAACTTTGGAAAAAATATTTGATTGACGATACATTGAACTCAATATCTTTTTCACTCAAATATCTCATTAAATCAACGTCATCTCTTCGAAAAAAACTTGGACTCGAAGCACACAAATATCTTTTTAATTGGTGTGTTAACGAATTTCCAACAAGTTTAATTTTCTCTAAAGATCCAGTTTCAAATGCCTTGGAAACAATATATGGACAATTATTCGCGCAAAATTTAGCTAAATACTCAAATCCTGCAGTGAAATTACAATCAAGGGCAACATGCAAAGCATAACTGCCATTATAATCTGGATTACATGCTGTGTTTTCAACAAAAAATTTGAGGATTGACAGATCTTTGCGTTGAACTGCAACACTAAGACAATTTGCTGAGTTGAATATGTACTTGAAATCGCAACGATAATAAATATTTTTAATTTTGTCTAGAGGATATGTTTTGGTTATGAAAGTAACAAACTTACGAAAGTCCAGATCCAAAAAATATTGTCCACCATAACATGTGTGCCTAAAATAATAAATTTCAGATTTAGATATTGTTGATTTATGTTCACGCATGATCTGTTCAACTTCGCAAACTAACGCAAAATATGCAGGCAAAAGCTTTTTAGGAAAACACATATAGCCATAGATATCTATCAAAAATATTGCAATTTCACCAAAAAAATTATTTGCTGATTTCACAATAGCTCGAATTAATTCACGATGTGTAAACAAAACATTTTCAACGGCAAATCTGACAACTTCCATTCGATTATTTGCTACACCTAAATACAAAACTTTTTTAAAGTGTTCATCCAAAACATGTAAAGACGATTTGCTGAGATCATAAAAATAGTCAAGAAACTTGACTTGACCAGTTTTTGCAGCTATCGTGATATATATTGGATCAAAAGGTCTTGATTTAATCGCTTCCAAATCACCATTTTTAATGGCAACATAATCTAATTTTTTCTCCATCTGTTGAAACTGATCTTTTTTAAAGAGAGTGTTATTACAGATATTGTGATATTGCAATTTTTCTGCAAAAAATTGCAGACTTAAACCTATTGTATAGTTCGTAAAAATTATTAAATTTACTCGACTGTCATCGTGAATTGTTGAAACAATTCTCTCTGAGGGTCTCATTGACATTCGACCGTCATCGTAAAAATCTCCTGGAGTCGATTTTTCCTCTGAGGGTCTTTGACCGTCATCGTAAGTTGGAACAACTTTCTCCGAGGGTCTCATTGACATTCGACCGTCACCATCAATTATTACACAATGGACACAAATTCTGTTATTAATTTTGTTATTCAAAGTGGATCAATATTCATTTTGGTTTACTTTTTGTATTTATTTTTTGAGAAAAATTTTGTTGTGATTATCAATATTTTCTTGCTCAGCTGGGTGACAATATTATGTGTAGCTTTAACAGTTGTCGTCATCAAATTTATCAATGAAAAGTACATCAAACAAAACTAATTTCATTTTTGAAAAAATTCAAAAATGAAATTTTGCTAAAAGTACAAATTGTGAGTTTTTTATTAAAAATCTCACTGTAAAACAATTCTTCTTAGCAGTTTTTCTCCTGCATGAACTGTCAGACTGACTGCATTGGTTGTGGCTTTTATCATTTCACTGCGGATCATTTTATAAGCATCTTCGTAAATCCATGGTATTGATAGCAATTTGCCCTTCAATTGTAAATTAATGTTGTAATTGTTATTCCTAACTTCGGCCAATTGATAACCAAGATCGATTTCGTACATTAAATTGTAGAAATCGTCTGCACTTAGGAACCTAGTTTGAGGTTTTAACGGCATCTATATATTTATAATTTTTTCGGACTTTGATAGAATTTGTGTTCTATACGAGGTCTCTTAAGCAAGATAGTTCTTATACTTGTGGGTGAGAAAATCATCTAATTTTATCCAAAATGAACGCGCCCGGTTCATCCAAAAAATTGCAGATTTATATTGGTTAATGGTTGCTTAATATGATTTATTCTAGTATCCCCCTCAGTCTCAAACCAAGCATGATGACATCAATGATATTGTCCAAATTTTTAATCATGACATCTCCTTTCATCAAAAGGAGCATCGATTCAGTCTTCAAGCGAGACATAGACTTGATGACCATCCAGAACTATCTTTCTATCTATGGCAAAATTGGAACAACGATTGGCGTTGTTGTAGGGGCCTCTAATTTTTTCCACGCAATATGGAAAGTTGCAACCATAGATGATGAAGCTTTTTATAAGGGCCAGATCCGTATGGTCGAATACAACAAAGATGATCCTCGCGAAGGAAATACCCCATACGAGATATCGCTAGGAGCAATTCTCATGTTTTCTGTCATCAAAGGTGCCTTTATGGATGCACTATGGCCCAGTATCTTGATAAGATCAATGATAGGCACATATCGCCTTCTTCCAATGATGACATTGGAATTTTCAGTTCAACCATGAACATGCTAATCCCAAAAAAATTGCAGAATTAGATTATTTGAGAGATCATTATGATACATTAAATAATCTCCTGTTAGTTGTTTAGCTAATAGATTTCCCGATGGCATCTGCAATCATATCCAAATTGCTGATGGTAACATCGCCGCTCGCCAAAAAAGCAATTGATCATGTCTTCAAGCGAGATGTGAATTTGCTGACTGTTCAAAGTTACTTTTCTGTTTATGGAAAAATAAGTGTCGCTTTTGGTATCGCTGTGGCAGCTTCCAATTTCATCCATGGTGTGTGGACTATTGCAACCGTTGAGGACAAAACCTTGGACGAAAGTGAAGTTCGCATAATGGCCTACAACAAAGATGATCCGTATCCTGAACAAAATATTCCATTCGAGGTGACAATGGGACCCGTTCTCATCTTTTCCATCGCCAAAGGTCTTCTTGTGGATGCGTTCTGGCCATGTATGTTGCTGAAATTGATTGCAGGTACGGATCACATTTCACGTTCGTTAACATTGGGATTTTCACTACGTTCCTGAAAAATTGCAGAATCAGATTATTTGAGAGATCAATATGATACCACAAATATCCTGCCAGAATGGCATCCACAATCTTATCAAATTTGTTAATGCTAGCGTCACCGCTTATTAAAAAAGTCATTCGACAAGATGTGAGCTTGTTGCAGATCCAAAATTGCATCTCAATCTACAGCAAAATTTCCAGAGCATTAAGTACTACTGTACTGTGTACGAATTTTATTCACGCAATGTTGATAGTTGCATTCATGAATAAGAACACTTTTGACAGAAGCCAAATCCGCCTTGCAAAATACAAATATTTACCGGTTGATGACAACAAACCAATAAAGCTTTCATACTTTGCCATTATTTACCTATCATGTATTAAATTGGTTTGTGTCGATACGTTTTGGCCATATTTATTGATAAATTTCTTGTTTGGCGTTTACCATGTTCCTTTGGTGTTAATGACATTGGAAATTACATAAAAAATTGCAGAATCAGATTAATTGAGAACATCCACTGGATATCTTAATTATTCAGATACGGAGATGGCATCTGTAATTGTATCTAACTTATTGGCAGTTTCGTCACCTCTCATCAAGAGAGGTGTTGGATTCTTCTTCAGACAAGATGTAAGTTTGTTGACAATCCAAAATTACATTTCAATGTATGGCAAAGTTAGCATGGGATTGGGTTTTGCTGTTGGATGTGCTAATTTTTTCCATGCAATGTGGACTGTTGCATCTATGACAAAAAATGAATTTGGCAGAGGTCAGATTCGCATTATAAAATATGAAGATTTTCCGGGTGGTACTAGGAACAAATCATATCCACTGTCTTTTTCTTCGATCATGTGTTTTTCTTGTCTTAAGTGGATGTATATGGATGCATTTTGGCCTTTGCTTTTGATAAATTTTGCGTTTGGTATGCATCGCATTCCTTCAATGATAATGACATTGGAAATATCATTATAAAAAAAAAATTGCAGATTCGGATCACTTGAGATATCCATACGATATCTTAAATATTCCGCTCTAATGGCATCCACAATAATATCCGAACTCTTGATGGCGACATCGCCTCTCGCCGTAAAAGGCATTGCCTATTTCTTTAGGCAAGATGTGAGTTTGTTGACAATCCAAGCTTATATTTTGGCTTACACCAAAATTTCCAAGGCACTGGGAGCCATTGTGTTGTGCTCAAATTTGCTCCATGTCGTGCAGTCTATTGCTTTCATGGATAAAAGCACCTATGATAAAAGTCAGGTCCGCTTCGCAAAATTCAAATATTTTGCGTATGAAGACAACAAACCACTTAAGCTATCAACTTACAACATCGCTTATCATTTGCTTGTGAAACTTATCTGCGTTGACGTCTTTTGGCCTTATTTTGCGGTGACCTTTTTGTTTGGCCAACACCACATTCCTTTGGTGATGGCAACATTGGAAATTGTCCAACGGCAATGAATGATTGGATAAAAATCCAATAATTCATTCATTATTCTTCAAATAATGGTTTGATATCCCAAATCGCTTTATCAATACCAAAAATTTTATGGGCTTGATACCTAACAGCAGCTATGCCTCTGTCATAAATATATTTCTTTTGTTCAGGTTTCAATCCAAATTGCATGCAAGAAATTGGTTCTAGGATCTCAATTACAATACTTCTGCTTAGATGTTTGTTATTTATTTGTGAAACATATGTTGACCGACTCATGGTACAACCTAAACTAAAAATGTATTCTGATAAAGTTCTGATTGGAACAACATGTTTTAGTGTTCCATTATGATTTTCATTGTGAGCGGCGAAAGTGATTCCAATAGTTTTGTCCAAATCAGCAAAATAGGTAATTGGATAATTTATTGATTCACCTCCATCGCCGTAATATTCGTCTTGGAACAAAACGGGGGTCATTATCATTGGATAACCAATAGACATCCTCACTGCCTTCGATATTACAAGATTTGGTGTCAGAATGCGATTTAAATTACGTGGACATTGACGATTTAGGTTTGTTGTTATTATGGTGAGATTTTTTTTAATTTGATTAAAAGTACAATTTTTGATATGAGTCTTATCTGCAATAAGTTGTTCTATCTTTTCTTCTAGAGCTGTTGCTCTGTACATACCGAATTCATTCCACAATCTGTATAATGAACTCGCCTGATAATTACCATCTTGAATCAAATTATCAAAATCAAGTTCAAATAAAATATCTCTAAGTTCTGCTGGAGCATAACCGACAGCATAAAGCGCTGCAACCAAAGATCCGACACTCACACCAACAATATTTTGTAAATCAAGAAACTCTGAATATGTTTCCAACTCAACAAGAGCACCAACTTCTGCATAACCATAAAAACCTCCACCACCAAGAGAAATATTTGTTATTTTATTTGAAGTTTTGCAATCGTCAGCCATAAAAGTTTATCAAACTTATATCTTGATATCTAGGTTGATTTATAAAAAAAAATTGTATTCTATTTTTGATTATCTGGAGAAATGTAATGACCAATATTCATTTGTAAAAAATGTACGGGATGGAATCCCTTGCGTACATTATGAATTTGGAAGCTCAAAAGAAGGTTATTGATGGCGAATTGAATAACGTTCCAGTTTCTGATCCTATCGAAACAATAAAATATTTGATAAATACTGGATATGATCCGAGAAGTAATGATGATGCTGCACTGATATCTGCATCATTTTATGGAAATTTTAAAGCAATTGATTATTTGATTGCTTTAGGATGCGATCCGTGTAGTCAAAATTATGAAGCCTTAACTGAAAGTTATAGTTTTAATGTTTTTATGCATTTATTAAATCATCTTACCAAGAAAGACAAATATGTCTTCCTGTCAAGGTGCCTAAAACTTAAAACACCAATTAAAAAAATTTATTTGGATAAGACTCTGAGAAAAAATAACATGCTCAAGGTAATTTTGAAGCCAAAATCTCTGCGAATACAAATGATTTTAATTTAATTTTGTTAACAAGTTTTAACAAAATTAAATTTTAATCTTCAACTTCAACATAATCTTAATGACCGCGTCTACATCTGCCATGGCTCTATGTGCATTAAAAGTTGTCCCGAATAATTGTTTGTAGATTTCACTTACAGATTTACTTTTGAGTTGAGTTTCCATGTGCATTGGAATCAAACTCAGTGTGTCCAAAAAGTTAACATTTGCAGAATCAACTAACTTGTAATGCAACATGATCGGGTTATCAAATGAAGATCCGTTGTGGGCCATTAATGTGCATCTTTTAAATGAAGCCATCTTTTTTTCCAGAACAGCTTTTATGATGTCCAATTTTGGTCTGGATTTTAGATCAGATTTTTGAATTCCAGTCAATTTCACCACTTCGGGATGGATTTCGCCATATGGGCAAACCAAGGAATCGATTAAGATTAAACCAGTGTCATAGTCTTTAATTGCAATTTCAATAATTTCTGGATAAGTTCTTCCAAAATATTTCTTTTTCACTTGGTCATAATAATAAACTGTTCGAGCATTTTGCTGAGGTTTAGTGTCAAATGGTCCGCATTTAGTAATTCTATCAGTTGTTTCCAAATCATAAACTAGGTTTATTTTATCAAAAGTCAGAGATCCAATCTCGGCTATCTTAATTAAAAAGTTCATCATTTCGGTTGGTTGAATTTCAATCCTAAATCTGTGTTCTAAACCAGTCAATAAATTAAGAATCTTGAATTGATTTTTGTACAAAAGATTTCGTTTACCTGGCTTTTGGTAGTAGTAACAGAAATTGTACAAAAATAATTGTAAATAATACTTGATACTAATTTCTTTTACACATTTTACTTCAACAATTGTTTCACTCGATTTTGTTGAATGTTCAACAAAATCAATTGCACCCATCAAATCCAAATTGTGATAAATGACTTTTAGATCGATATCCAAAGTTTTATTTTTGAAATCTTCTCTGACAAATTTATCCATAGCTTCAAACATTGCACTGCCATTTGAAATTAAACCTATTTTATCTTTACCTCTGTCACAAATATGGTGATAATGATTGATATTGTAAGCATATTCGACAACAATTAGATAAAAGAAATCTTCTAAAATAAGTTTGTAATTGTAATCATACAATTTAGGATTTATGTATCTGGTGTAAGATTTTCTGATCGAATTGAGGTTCAAATCAATGACTTCAATAAATTCACTGCCACAGACTACATATTCAGTAAGTTCCAAATTTCTGCTAAAAGTTTTTTCCACTAGCCTTACAATATGATTTGGCATCGTATGCTTAGTAGCATCAAATTTCTTCCATGTTAGACCTTTGTTGTAAATGTATTTTTTTAATAACTTGCATTCTTGATTATCTTCAATTTTAACAAGTTGCCTCTCCAAAATATGTTTGATAAGAGGTCTGTCGATCGGATCTAATTTTTTGGATAAATTATGTTGCAAATACAATAATTGTTCACAAAAAATACCAAACAATGTTTCGTCTCCGCAACGATCTATGTTAGAGAAGTCCGCATATATTCTGCGTGTGTAGGATGAATTTATCTTATTTTTATCTTGCTCCATATCTGAGCCATCAGTTGTAATGTAAGTAATTTTCAACATGTCTTGGATTTTGTCTAGATAAGTATCTGGAAGCTCTGATAACAGTTCTGTTATGCCATTAATTGGAATCCTACAATCATCTTGACGATATTCTAATTTTGGGATAATTGGATTTGAATCAATGAAGTACATTCCACGCTCAACTTTCGTAACCCAATGATTAAGACATCCACTATGCATATCAGTGTAAGTACAAACAAACATATATCTTTTAGCTCTGGAACATGCAACATAAGTCAAATATTGGTTTATTTTGTGTTCAGATTCATCAGGATTGATGTTAAATAGCTTATGATAAAAATCCATGACAAATACAACATCAAATTCCAAACCTTTAGTTCCATGATATGTTAGGAGGTTCACTGCACCTTCAGATCGGCCAACTTTTCTCTTTCGTTCATCATTTAGACCTGATTCATCATACAGTTGTCTAACAGGAATGCCATTTAGTTTCAAATAATTGAAAAACACTGACAAACCAATTGAATCAAAACTTTTAATTCCTCGAGTTGGGCAAATGATGGCTACATTAGACAAATTATGATCAGGTTTGCTCATGTAAGCTTTCAACCACAACAATATCATTTTTCTCAAATCAGCACTTTGTTTACTAATTAGTATGACTTTGGGACCTGGTAAATTTGTTGCAGATTTACTTTGAGAAGTTTGCACAGGTTTGATTTTCTCGCAAAAACTGATGATCTCATTACTAGATCTGAAATTAAGAGTTAGTTCGTACATTTTTGCTTCAAAATTAATGAGATATTCAGAATTAGATCTCCTAAATTGATAAATATTTTGATTTGGATCACCAATTAACTCACAATATGTGCCAAGCAATTTTTTGAAACAACAAATAATATCATATTGCACTTCATTCAAGTCTTGAGCTTCGTCAACAAACAAATATTTAAGATTTTTAATTGAACGCAGAATTTCAATTTCAGATTTAGCTTCAGCTTGACGTTTAACTAAATCAATTAAATAGTTTCTTAGCGCAATTGATAGAGTTTCTACATTATCAGATTTATGAGCTCTAACTTTACATAAAATAGATTTAGCCATAGAATCGATTGTTGAATAATTTTTGATCTTGAAATAAGATTCATAATCTGGATACAAAGTCTCAACTTTACGTTGAAAATCGGCTGCTGCGTCTTTGCTAAAAGTTATCATGTAGATTTCTTCTTTGGCAGCGAATCCATGTGTAACCAAGAATCGAATTCTGCCAATAATTGATCTGGTTTTACCGGACCCCGCACATGCGATAAGTTTAGCATCCGATTTATCCAAATTTGTAACATAAGCAAACTGTTCATCAGAATAATCTTTGAGAAAGTTTATTTTGCTTTTTGTTTTAAGTTTCACCAAACTGTGAATCTCACGCAAAATTAAAAAATCAGATTTATCAATATCATACAACTTTTCTATTGCATTGATGTTGGTGGAATCAACTATTCCTGGAATATCATTGTCATTAATGTCTAAAATTTTCAAATAAGTTCTAACATCAGCATTTTTGACATAGAGTTTTAAATTTCGACTGAAATCCCAAATTAGCTCACCAATAGATTTATCTTTTTTTGATGTCATTTGATAAGATTTATTTTTAACAAATTGTTAAACAAAATTTTCTTGCGCAATATTTTTTTTAACATGTTGTAAAAAAAAATTAAGAATTCATATCGTTTTGCAATTCAACATGATCAGTTTTCTGTTCAGGAGAATGACAGAATTTAATAAAAAGATGTTGGATGGCTGCAACCGTGCACGCTATAATGCACGTCAACATAATCGCTGCACCAAGAACAATTAAACTGAGATAAAAACTAAGATCCCGTCTGTAATAAAATGAAAATTTGCCATTTTCAAATCTGGTGTAAAGTTTGTTAGCATTCAGGCAGGTGTCAATTGTTTTACGACTATTTATTTCGCTGTTATTGAGATAGCCACAATTAAATAAGCAAACATCTGTCACTTGTATTGTGCAAGGATCACCAGAACATCTTAATAGACCTGTCCCGTATTGAGCAAAAATATCGAGAGTTTCTTGTGTAGATAAATGTTTTTCCACGCTGCACATTATGATATTTTTTGGCAGAATGCCTTTGACAAATAGTACAGAACCAACTGAACAAATGATACTTCCAGTAACAAAACATATCACTATGGCACAAAGCCACTTACGAAACCAATCAGTATTCATTTTGTTCTGTGTCGCTGTGAATACTTCGTTATATTAATAAATTTACAAGTCAATAATTTGTGCAATTTTTTCATAAAATAATCAAATTCGCATTCAATTATTTTATGCTTTTGTCTCATCCAAAGAAATCTCTTCAGATTTTCTGGAATCAAAAATAGCATATCGACTTTCAAATACCCATTTGGATCCAATATGCATGAACCCAATCAAAAATGCAGCCATGCACATTGAACCGATCACAATCAAAAAGACGTATCCGCGTGGAACAAATTTACGTACCAGTTCCAAATTCGTTCCATCTTGTCTTACATACATAGCATTTTGATTCTTGCACAAGTCAATTACATTGGCGGTGATATTTGTTTTGTCAACTTTGCATGAAAACAAACACAAATCTTCAACTTTGTTCATGCAATAAGAGTTTATGCAAGATAGTGCATTCATGGTGGATTGAATTGATGAATTTTTTTTCAAAAAAACTCCAGCTACTTCCTCGATAGATAAGCCTCTTGCAATTTCACAACCAGAAGCTCGCCTGGCAAAATCAACTTCATATTTAGAAGTGAAAATTGCTCCAGTTGTGATAGTAAGCGCACCAATAGTGAACAACACTATGGTTGATACTAAAAGTGCAATCCTGCGCGTCTTAGGTTGTTCACAGATCATTCTTGTACTCTGAGTGGTAGAATACTATTAAATATCACATAGTAATTGCAAATAAACTATTCGTGCAATTTTTTCAAACGGGCTTTGATAACACATATATGGCTGATAATTTAGCTTTCAACTCAGTATTTTCTCGTGTCAAGAATTCAATTTGTTGTTTCAGTTTGATGATATTTTGGTTGAGCTCAACTGCATCAAAAATAAACTCGCGAAGCACAGGATATTCTACTGGTGTATCTTCGCTTGAATCATCTGTAGTGTAAACAGAATCAAGTGAGTCCACTGGTTTAATTTTAGGTGATAATGGAATAGTAACAAGTGGCACGCCGCCCACATAATCAGATGAATTTAAAAAACTTTGGTCTGAGTGTAAAACTGTTGTTTCAGCAAGTGATGCCTCACAGTGACTAGATCTTTGCAGAAGATTAACTTCTTCTGAAGTTCCTGGTAAAAAATCTGTTGGATTTGCACTTTCATTAGATTCATTGGACAAACTTTTTGGTGAAATTTCTGTAAAATTTGAGCTCAAACTCAAGTCATCAGCAAACGGTTTTTCTGGTTCGTCAGAAAATTCAGATGAACCTGATCTTGAACCAGCTGACGAAATAACTGCTATTTCAACCAGTTTGTTAAATTTAACGCTGCGATCTGCTATGTCGATGGGGTGCGATTTTATAAGTGCAGGGATTGGTATTTGTCGTCCGAGTTCTCGTTCCATGGTTTCATGATTTATGTAACTGGAATGTCTAAAAATTTTTTCTGCACTCTCTTGAGTTCTGGGTGATGAAGTACGAATTATTTTTTCAGATGATCTGCGGGAAAAATTAAATTCTGGTTTTGGTCTATCTGGTAAAGTGCTTGATTCGTCTGCTGTTTGATATCCATCAACATCAGGAATTTGTGTAATTTCTTTTTCAACCGATACTCTTTTCTGCACAGGTGCAATATTTTTTGATATGAAATTTAAGTTCAAAAAATTTTTCAATTCGGTTGCATTATTTTTTATTGCATACATGTACATTTTTTCAATGCAACATTTAACAAAATCTGCAGATCTTTTAATTGAATGCAAATTACTAATAATTTTGTCAACAATTGCAACAGATTTATCGCAACACAAGTCAGCTAACAGATTGCTTGTTCCATGCTCATCTCCTGAATAAATTTCATCAAAATATGTAATCAAAACATCTTGTGGAAGATTTGTAACAATTCTTGGGTGAATACCTGGACCGCATTTTATCAGAAAATTTAATAAGTTATTTTGTTTGCGAAAACTACCAGATTTTGAACCCGAGCTAACAATCTCAAATAATTTTTTCAAACTGGGATCGTCTGTATGTAATAACCACGAACCTGTTGTATCCAGATTAGCAAACTTGTAAAAAGATTTTATGATTTTCTCATGCGATTTGTGGTCTCGTGATGACTTTTCAGAAAAACTTACAGTTTTTCCGGGATCAAATCCATTGACATTAAAGTAAAATGTTTCATTGGTGCTCAGACCTCGAGATGAGCTCGCCTCACGTGGAGATCGAGTTACCGCAAGACCCTTAACCGAAGCTTTTTTACTCATAGTTTTTGGACTCCAACCAAAATGAACTTTGTGGATTCAAAAATCTGGAGATGGATGTGCCACAATATTTATAATTGAGATTAACAAAAAATTGCAACTAAAAAGATTAAAGTTTACAAAACGAAATGTTAAGTATTTCATCGGAACGACATGATATTCACACAATCTCCTGAGGTTCTTTCAATAATATTGGAATGGGTTCCATTTCCTGATCAAATAACCTTGTGGCAAACTGGGGACAAACTCTGGCAAAAACTTTATCAACGATGCATGAAAGCCTCACCAATAAAGTTAACATTTGATAAACAATTTTGTACTAAGTTGCTTGAGTGCAATGCTGAAGCTAATGTATGTCGCGCAGTGAAAAGTTTATTTCCAGTCGATTTTTCAAAAATAGGCTTGTCATACATTAATGTTGTCAAGAATTTGAGGGATACAATAAGTTTGTATGGTTTTGGTATTGGGATTAAAATTTAGTTGTGCCAATTAAATAATTTGATTTACTATCAATTTATTTAATCAAAAAGAATCTGGAATGCTTTTGTGACAACAGCAGGACTTCCAGGTTTGCATTTAGGAGCAGTTTCAGAAATGAGTGGAATGGTTGCTGATCCTCTGACATCATCACCATATCTGAAATTAATTTCCATAGTTTTCTTGCTGGGACTAAAGTTGACATCAGCATAAGAATTGCGTGCTACGGTTAGGATGACATCTTTTAGATCTTTGTTTCCATAGAACATCAAAGGATAACCACTTGCACGATATGTGGCAATAGATGAACAGCAGCAACTAACAATATTATTCGCACGATCCATAAATGAAACATGACTGACATGAGGATCACCAGTAAAGAAGAAAACATTTTTAATATCATTTTTCTTAATCCATGCAATTAGATCATTGATTTGTTGGTGATATCCGTCAGGAGAATCATAATTAAATGCCCTGAATAACTTGTCATATGTGTCATTGATGAAATCAAGCGTTGCAGTAGGATCCGCTTTGCGTGCAAGTTCAACAAATTTGGCTTTAACTTGATCATACAATCCATTAAAAGTTAGTTTAATGTCAGTGCTAAAGAATACTGCTCTGGCCATGGTAACTCCATTTTTGGAAGCCAGAAGTGCATTCTTCAAGAATGCCAATCCAGGTCCAGGAATGAATTGCGGTGGTTCATTCAAATAAGTGATATCAGATTGAGATGTTCCTGGATATTTAACATGAGCGCGTCTTGCCCAGTATTCCACAGCCAGAGTATTAGGATCAAGGAATGGAGAACTGTTAACAAAGATAGTTTCCAACTTACCCCATGGAACTGACCACGAATCATTGTAAGTCAAATTCGCAGGTCTGGTTGGCCAAATTTGATCATGTTCAGTAAACGCTTCTAAAATTCTTTGATTAGAAACAATACCAATAGGGAATTGGTTGGTTCTCCTGTTGATATTAAATGGCGCATTGGCAGGATCAGCGAAGATCTTGTTGTAAAGAGCAGTTTCCGGTGCGGTAAGTTGGAATTCATCAATATTGCCTTGAGTGAGCACAATGTTAGTGTTGTAGTTATCACTAACTTCATGATCGTCTCTCAAGAAATAAGATCCCTTAGAAACAAGTGTAGTCCAAGCACTTTCATTACGCAACAAGCTCTTATAATGACGAACAAAATCAGGAGCAGCTGCAGCATTATCTTGGTAATAAACATCACCATTTAACACATTAAATTTGTGCTCAATTTTGTATGCGCCCTCAAATCCATCCAATGTTCCAGCAAAACAAGATTCGTGCATAAATCTAACATCATCATTAGAAGATCTTGCGGCAGGAGTCCAGAATGTGGTCATTCTAACAGCATTTGGCAAACCATTATTAGCCCAGAAGTAAATGCTGGACAAATCTCCACTCTTAAATGATTCTTTGATGGCTGTCTTGTAAATTTTTACAGCGGATGAATCAGTTGAATAAGGAGTAATATCTTCCACATAAATCGAATAGAAAGTATTCGGATCCAAATCACTAACTACATAGGTATTAATTCCTTCAGAATCAACTGCATTACCAATTTGAAGCGCATTCAACGGAACATGATCAATATATTTGCCATTTGGACCTCTTTTTTGCATGCGCAGATAGGTATCCGTTGGGTAAGATTGTCTGAAATCATTAAAAGTGAACATAGATTTAATTGTAGCTGTGCATTTACCATTAGGTTGAACATAAACACCACCAGCCCAACTTCCATAAGCCGCTGGACTAAGTCCAACTCGCACAAATCTGCATTTGTAAATAGCAGTTTTATTTCCATCAAAGCCACTATCAATAAAACCTCCAATCAATGGAGAATCAGCGTAAGCGACCTTATGATCGACCGGATCAAAAGATTTAATTACCAACGGTAACTTTTGTTCATCTAAGTAAACCCAAGCCTCACTTGTGTAGAACACGTAGTTGTTGCCGCCTGGACCACCGGTACCCATAGGAATGTTTCTCAGCTCACCAGAAAATACAGCATTTGGAGCAGGACTAGGATTAATTGTGATCGTAGCTCTAGCTTGTGGGCTTGTGATGCTTATGCTGCAAATGTGAGTTTCTTCATGATAGAAGTTGAATCTATTTTCTGATGTACCATAGAAATCAGCGTTATTGTAGAACAATAGATGCCCTCCAAATGGAGAACCGGTTTCAGCCCAAGTTTCAATTTCTTTTTTCTGCTGAACGGCCATAAGAATTGTTATATAAACTATCAAGATTTTTGATTAAAAATCTTGATAATCTGTCCCGCAGTTTACAAACTAGCGCAGAATTTCTAAAAATTATTTCATGATCGTTTCCAATAATTATTCCGTAACTAAAGTTACTCCATTATTGTTTCCAAAAAGTCCCGATAGGAATTTTTTTCAATAATTATTCCGTGATCTGTCGATCATTCCATAATTGTTTCCAGCAAAATTGATGTTACTTGATAAGGATTCATGTTGGAAGCGGGTCTTCTGTCTTCAAAGTAGCCACATTTGTCATTGACTGTTGTGTTGGGAATTCTGATCGAGCAACCTCTGTTACCAATTCCAACCGTAAATTTATCAAAACTGGAAGTCTCATGCAAACCTGACATGCGCATGTCATTATCCACACCGTAAACTGCCATGTGTTCTGCATGTTTAGCTTCAAGTTTTGGCATATAAGCTAATATTACATCATATCCACCTGGGGCTCTCATAGATACAGTACTAAAGTTTGTGTGACAACCTGATCCGTTCCAATCTCCAGACAATGGTTTAGGATGATATTCAATTCTGCAACCATGAGATTCTGCTTCCAGTTCTAAGAAGTATCTGGCAGCAATAAGTTGATCTGCAGCGTCAATTCCTTCAACTGGTCCAATTTGGAATTCCCATTGACCAGCAGCCACTTCAGCATTTGTGCCCGAAATTTGCAGCCCTGCCATCATACACAATGTCATGTGATTTTCCACCAAAACACGTCCAAAAGCATTTTGACCTCCAACGCTGCAGTAAAATTGTCCTTGGTATCCATTTTGATAAATATGAGGATCCGCTCCTAATGGGTGTGGATGTTCATTGGGTTTGTCGACTTTGAAAATAAAATATTCTTGTTCCAAACCATACCAAGGCTTTTGGTCTGCGTACTTGTCAAAAATTTCTTTAGCTTTAACTCTATGGTTAGTTTCATGAGGTCTGCCATCCGGATAATAAGTATCACAAATAACAGTACATCTACCAGTCCCATCTTCAAATTGAATCAATTTACAAGGCTTCAATACAATCTCTGAATGAGTTCCCGTAGCCTGGTCCGTAGAAGACCCATCATAATTCCAAATAGGGACATCAGCAATTGTCCTCACCCAATCATACAAAATTTTAACTTTGGTCCTAATCTCTCCCTTTCCTCCGAGCCAAACATAATCAATAATTGTTGTTTTGCGACGGGGTTGGTGTACATTACAACACTGTCTGGGCTGTCTAATTGGGCTTTCAAATTTATCCAATTCTCGTTGGAATTCATTGTCCCAGTCCCAACAATCTGGTACCGTTTTCGATTTTAATGTATCCGAATTTGCGCTCATCTTGTTAAAAGATATACAATATGATGGAAATTATGTTTTATCTCAAAATTTCATGACATGAAACTATACCTCACAAACAATATTTGATTATGTTTCACAAACAATATTTGGTTCGTTTTCAAAATGCAAACAAATCAAATATTATGTTTCACAAACAATATTTGGTTCATTGGCATTCTTAAACAAATTACAATCAATAGCTGCTTCTTTCATTGCTAATTCAAATTCACCATTAATATAACGTTTACTCAAAGCGATTTCCATAATTCTTGCATCGACACTGACTGGCGAAATAGATTTTTTGGTTTCTTTGGACAGTGGCGGATAAACTGCAACATAAACAAAAACTTTTACCAAACGTTTTTCTAATTCAACATCTTTATGTGAACAGAATCGAATCGCTCTGCCCATAACTTGATCTAGTCTTGAAAAATTCCAATACGGTTCCATAATATGAACTTCTTGAACTCTAAGAAAAGATACACCTTCCTTTATAGCAGATGATCCTAATACGACTTTGATTTTGGATCCATCTTGGTTTTCTTTCCTGTTGAAAATAGCTTTAATTTCATCTTTCAAATCGGCGCTTGTATCACCAGACCATATTGCATAACGCTTTCTCCCAACACCATTAAATTCATAATTTTTGTATCGCTGGTGTTCTAGGAATCTTGCGAAAGCTCTAATGCCTCCGTATTCCTTAAAATTAGAATAAACAAAAACTGTTCCCTCACATTTGTTTATTGCTCTGAGAATCTTGGCAAACTTTGGTGAAAATGTTCTCATTGATAACATGCTGAGATCATCGTCTGTTAAACTTTCGTAACCTTCTTCACCAATTTGTCCATTTGGGTAAACAATATTAGAAGCCATACGAGTTCCAATGTAAAAGCTATTAGAGATATTCGAATCTAAATAATCCAAAGAATTTTTATTGTATTTTTCATATTCAGCTTTTTCAATTGCAGCATATGTTTCATATTGATGATCTGACATTGTAACTTTAACTAACTTGTATTCAACTTTAGGAAAAACATGTGGAGGCGCACCTCTGTAATAGGAAATGTAACCTTTGATGCTTTTTTTAAATAGGTCCTTGTTTTTGATTTCCAAATCCAAACCACCATCAGATCTAACTTTTTGCTTAATAAACTTTTTAGAAAAATCTTTGCCTGTTGGCAATTGTAATTTGGGATCACGAATTAGTAGGTTCATCGTTAATGCAATTTCACCAGGTTTATCGAAAATAGGTGTAGCGGACATTAATACCAAACGCAATGTAGATGGTGCTGATTGAATTGCATCATAAAGTTCTTCATAATAAGAACCAGTCTCACTGACCATGTTGTGAATTTCATCAATTATAAGTAATGTGTTATTGAAATTAATTGCGTCTGCTTTCAAAAGTTCAACAAACTTATTGTATGATAAAATTCTGTACACCTTATCAATTTTGGCATCAGATTTTGCTATTATGGCCTTGTATGCTGGATCTGTTGGGTCTAGAGAACTTAGCTTATCCCTGTCGGCATTTGATAAATAAGATTGGCCTGCACATTGAGATCTGAGTTCTGATCTAAAATTTCCTTTTAGGCTCGCTGGCAATACAACAAGAATATTAGTTTTTCCTTTAAAATTTTCTGCAATATTAATCGCTGTGCATGTCTTACCTGCACCAATTCTATGATATACAAGGAGACCTTTGTATGGAGTATCTGGATTAATAAATTCTGCTAAAAACTTTTGTGGAATTTGAAACTCATACTTTTGTGGAAAACAGATATCACGTAATGATTTTTTCTTGGAATCGATTGTAAATTTTGAATAGGTCTTCTTGATGTATCCATAAAAGTTTTTATTTGTGATTTCTGCCATTATTTTGGAGATGTAAATCTCAATAATAAATTATTGAGATTTCATCTGAAAACATTATTCAATTCTGATTATATCTTACTCGATGGGTTTCTGTTCGTTATCTGGAATTGATTCGGATTTATCTGAAGTCTTTTTTTGCGCATACACATACATGCGCTTTTTAGAATAAAAATTGTTGAATTTTGGTTTGCGATCTTCAACATCTGCATTAGGAATTCCTGTTTCAGATCTGATATCAATAGGTTCAGACTGATCCATTTGATCCTCGTCCTGATGAGGCTTTGTGAAAACTTTTTTAGCTTTCGTTGAAGTTGGTGAGTTGTTATGAGATCTCACTCCAGAAATTGTGTTCTTAAGTTCAATCAACATTTTTGCATGGTAGGCATGAAGTTTTCTGATGCGGAAATCTTCTTCGGTTTTACCATTTGTCAGATACTTTTCATGCAAACAAACGTCAATCAAATTCTGCAAACCATCAATTTCAAAAATGGATTCAAAATAAGACACAAAATCATAGCGATTGTCTGACAAATCAAAAATTGGTTTTCCGTTGAACAATTCAAAATAACAATCCAAAGATTTGTTGTAAGCGATATTCAACCAAAGAGAAATGCGTTGGTCTCTTTGCGAGTCGAGCTTTTGGCTGCTTGCATTTCGACGGTTTTTCAAAACAAAAATGAAATCAGCAAAACTTTTAGTCAACGGCTGCGATTGCAATTCACTTCTGATCTTAACGTCGATCTTTTCCAAACGGGCACTCACTTGAGCAGCATGGGCATAAGCATTTCCAGTCTTATTGAAAGTTCCCTTGGAATGAGTCTTGTTGTACGTTTGTTTAGGTGCAGCCATCTTGTTTGCTCGCTGTGGCTATAGTGGTAAACTGTTATAAAGTACACATAGATTAATTGTTTATGCAATTTTTTATCTCAGAATTAAATCAAGCTCAGACTTGATTTAATAATGCAAATTAATAATCAATTAACTGATTGATTATTGATTTTCAGAATTAAATCAAGATCGGACTTGGTTTAATAATGCAAATTAATAAATGGATAAAATTCATTTATTAATTTAATTCTTTTGGAATAACTCTGGTGGTGGACCTCTTACGGGATCTCTGATATTGAATATCGGCTGTTTCCATTCAATGCAATGTTTGTGGTGACCACCACAGAAGCTCTTTTCGAGCGTAAATGTGCTAAGGGGAATTTGATTTCCTTTCACACCAGTTGATGATAGACTTATTATGTCACCATTAATAACAAATGTCATTAGAGTTGGAATCTGTTGGAATGTTGTGATGACCGCCTGGTAAGTATTTGGCTGACCAGGTACAGTATGAAGTTGAGCAGGTTGCAGTAATCCAAGTTGCACAATACCATTTGGCTTTATTCGTAGTTCACCATTACGATTACTATTATAAAGTCCAGCCAAACCAATTGCACATGCATCTGTGACGATTGGTGTGTTGAGTGAAGTAAAAACAGGAGCTGCCAACACTAATGCAGTTGCATCATTTGCAACTTGTTCAGCTGCACTTGATAGAGCATCTGCCTCTGGTTCCGGTACACCCATCATCAAGTACAACATGTAAAGAACTAATTTTCTTGCCAAAAGATAGTTAATAGAATTAGATGCAACAACAATTCCAAAATTCAAATCCGCAGACCAAATCATTTCGTTATACAAACCAACTTCCAAAGCTCCACTGTGATCGTGAACTTTGTACTTCTCATTTCCAACAGGATTAGATTGATAAACAATAATACTACCAACAGATTCTGAATTATTGACTTCTTCACCGATTGCATTTAAGCTTTGGTATGATTGGAAAGACATAGTTGTTGGGTTTGCAGCTTGTTGAACTTGATATTGAACAAATTTAGCCATGTCGACTGCATTTGAGCTTACTCCGCCAGCAAAAGGTTGGGCATTAGTGTCATATTTAAACAATGGTTCAAATCCAACCTGTTGGTTAACAAACCAATGAGCAGGGGCTTTATTGGGTTGTGCTTCAAAATCTTGGAACAAATAATTCGTGGATGTCATACCTAATTGACTGGTAAAAATATCCCAATATGACTGATCAGTGTAACCAGCTCTCTGCAAACCAAGTTCAACTGCCCTTGAATAATAAATGTTTTGGTAAGAATATCCATTTCTAAACCCATTAGTAATTGGGAAATATTTGAGTCTGGTCAGAATATTATCTTTTTTGTAACCGAATTGTTCAGCAGTGTTACCAGCATAAGATTCCATACCAGATCTTTGACTGAGAGCATCTTTGAATCCAGAATGACGGGTCACATAAGGATCAAACAATTCAATTCCCACTGGAGCTTCCATATCTAATTGTTGGGATTTGGTTAACTGGGAAATCATAGTTCCACCAAATACTTTGGAAATGGATGCGAGTTGGAAAACAGTTTGTTCGTCAACAGGTTGTCCTGTAAAAGTGGATTTAATTCCATATCCTTTTGTTAGATATGTGGTGTCTTTATCAACAATGCTTATGAAAAATCCGACAACCTTACCCTGAGCCAAAAGCTGTTCAGCTTTGGCATTAACTTGTGCTACAACTTGAATTATGTTCGCCATATATGATAAATTGCCTATAGTTTGGCAAGAGTTTTTATGGACAAATGGTGTGGAATTGTTGACATTTAATTTTAATTAAATGTTAATAACGGCATAGTAATGACTAAAAAATTGCAAAATTAACACACTGACATTTGCTTCAAGGACAAATATTGAGCTAGTTCATTTGAAGAGAAGTACCACGATTAAATCAAAAACAAATGTCAAGCAGTGGTTTTAATCATCATAGAACGATTTCAATTCCTGATGCAATTCCTATGCCAGAAGGTGGTCGAAATAGGAACCTACGTAATTCTGACACTGAAATGATTGATTTAGATTTGACTGATAGCCAAACAACAAAGATTGCAGCTATTCACAGAGAGATTGATGCAACAAAAAATGTTATGATTGATAACATTAACAAGACCATAGACCGAGGAACCAAGTTAGACGATCTTGTGGCAATATCTGAGGATCTTAGCGCCAGTGCACGCGATTTTAAAGATGGTACTAATACTCTGAAACGACAAATGTGGTGGAAAAATTTTAAGCTGTGGTGCATCATACTTCTTGCCATTGCAGTGATCGTAGCAATTGTCACCGTGCCCATCATTCTTAAGATCAAAAAGGTTATTTAATCAATCAAGTGTAAAAATTAAATGTTAATTGAATTACTATTTAATTTTCTTGTTAAGAGTTAAGATTTGGTTTTCTTTCTCTTGATCAAACCTGTAAAGACAGGAGCAGGGATGGCTAGATCTTCTTGTGAAATTGAACTCTCCCGTTGAGCGAACATAGTTTTCTTAATGGCATTGTGATCAAGTAATACATCAAATGCACCAGTGCCACCATTAACGATGTGACCTGTTGCTACTTTTGAGCTCACACTACGCATGTGATCAACTTCTGAGAATGCGCAAGCTGATAGGAATTGTTCCATTGTCTTTTCGAAAGACGCCTTCATAAGAGGTCCTGTTCCAACTTTACTGATACCTCTGCGATCAATTGGTGTTAGATCACCTAATTGTGTGATCAAATCTGCAAGAATTTCTACATGCTGATAATTGGAGAAACCATCTGAACTTTCAATACCCAGTGTGAATTCTCGGATGAAAGCATTTCTTGCTGCTTCGATACCATAAGTATTGTAAATGGTCACAATACTGTTCATCGTAGTAAATGTCATATCAATACCATTCATTTTTGAAATTTCTGAAATATTAAGACCATCAGCTTCGATAATCCATTGTTGTTTCTCGACGACATTTCCTTCAGCATCAAAATCAATATACTTATTTTCTCTGAGAGTTGAATCAGTAATTCCATCAATTCCCTTGATGCGATATTTGTTCATAACCATTTCCAAGAATTGAATCAATGTGGACTGATTGTAATTGTTGACATTAAACCTGATATGGATCATCGGGGTTTCGGAATTATCAAAGTTTGTTACAATTGCTGTTTGGGTGACCTTATCAATAATTCTCTTGTATTCTTTGACACGATTTTTGCTATCATCGTATCTGGCAGACCAGTTTGTACAGAAACTAGTTTTAACTTCGAGAAGTTTGACATCACGCTCATTCATTTTATCCTTGGATAACGTTAGTCTCAAAGCATAAGGTAAACCGTTAGCATTGCTTTGGCATCCAGTTTTTCCTTTAGATGCGCCAATTTCAAAGTATTGGTTAACTCCATCGCGTTGCATAACTTTGAGATCAGGATCATAAACAATCTCAGCAACATCAACAATATCTTTCAATGTTGTAAACTTGAGATTTGCTGCGATCTTAGATGCAATCAATTTGTTTGTTTTGTATTTGTCTTCCAAAACGATAGCAGTTACAGGTGTTTTGATGATCTTAGAAATATTAAGCAATTCCTTGATTCTTGCCAAACCGCTGGAAACAGTTTTACCTACACCAGATTTGTGGAAAGATTTCAAGTTAGTTTGAGTAACAGGTTCTCCGACACCTTGTGCTGCCAAATTGCCGACCATCTCACCACCTTCCACTTTAGCCAAAGTGTACTTCTCAACGAAGTAATCTACCAAGTTCTTGAATTCGTCTTTGGACATTTTGTAGACGTTGGTGACCTTCTTTGGACCCAAAATGTCATAAAGATAAGTTTTCAATACCAACTTTAAAATTTGGTCATCGGCTTTCTTGACTTTGGAAGTTCCGCTGAATTTCATGATTTGAGTTAGCTGTCCAGAATAGAGATCTCTGATAACTTTCAAAACATGATGAGGATCAACAGGTTCTCCGGATCTGTTGGGATTATTCATAATTCCTTCAATTGCTTGTTTCAAGTCAACCGGAACCATGAATACCTCATTAAGAGCAATGTTACCATTGGAAATAGCAATTCGTTTTTGCCAATCTCTCAATTTATCTCGCAATGTTAGCATTTTGTTGTAAAGTTTATTGTTGAGATCTGAAGAAATCGCACCAGGAGACGCGGCAAAATTCTTGAGTTCAGCTGCGGTGTATGTATAAATTTCACGCACTTCTTGGTTATTGTAACCCATCAAAGCAATCTTTTGTTTGACTTGCTTTTCGGTCGAAATTCCATTGTCACCATAGACATACTGGATAATACGACCATTTGCATTACGAACAGATCCATCGTATTCAGTTTTGACGTCTTCGAGAATTTTTGTAACTTTTCTTTGTACGTAACCAGTATCTGCAGTTTTAATTGCAGTGTTAATGATACCTTCTCTACCTCCAATCACGTGGAAAAAGAATTCAGGTGGAGACAATCCGCTCATAAAAGAACTTCTGCAGAATCCTCGAGCAAAGGCACTGTCATCATGTTTAGCGAAACATGGTAATGTTCTGCCATTAAATTTCTTTTGAATGCGCTTTGATTCAACGATAACTTGTCCTACACAGCCAATAATCTGTGTAGCATTAAGAGCAGCTCCACTGGAACCAGATGAAATACAGGTGTACAAACCAGCATTTTTATCCAAGTTAGCCATGATTTCATCTTGGATCTTCTTAGAAGAAGATTTCAATGTTTCTCTCAGGAAAGCTTCATGAGCTTCTTCGGAAATAACATAAGGATCGTTTTCGTGTTGAGTGATGATTTCACATGCATTCTTTCTGATTGTTTCAATGATAACTTTAATGGTTTCTTTAACAGCATCTGACACAACCGTATCTTGAATACTTACGGTGTAACCTCGAATCATCAAATATTGCAAAGTCATTCGTTGCATATCGTCAATGAAATTTTTGGTTGATTCACTATCTGTTCCAATCCAAATATTATGAACAAGACTTGCAATGGCATCGCTATTAAGAATACCATCTACGATCAAACCATTGACAACAGATAGCAAAACTGATCCATCTTTTGTCACTTTCATATTCAGAGTTGAAGGAATAATTTCAGAATAAACAAGTGAACCAGCCAACTTGCTATGTTTTGGAATCTTTGCGCTCAAACCTTTTGATGTTGACATAAGCATATTCATTGCATTACCTGAACTAATTCTGGTCTCAGGCAATGTTTGAGCATAAGAACCCATCAAACTGTCTTGTTTTCCACCCATACCCATTTTACTTGTTGTGGGACTTACCATGCGCTTTGCGGCATTTGCAATTAGTAGGAGTTCTGCAATGGTTTGTGGACTCTGTGGGATATGAATGTTCATTTCATCACCATCAAAATCTGCATTGTAAGGTGTGGTTACGTTCACGTTAACTCTGAATGTTTGGAACATCATATCATCAATAATACGAGCTTTGTGTCCCATCATGGACATTTTGTGCAAAGATGGTTGACGGTTAAACAATACAGGATCACCATTAATGAGATGTCTATCAACCAAATTTCCAATTTGTAATACGACAGGTGATCTGATATACTTGAGATCCCAAAAGGTTTCTGTTTCACTTCCTCTTTCATTAACATCAAACAGGTGCACATAATTGGCTCCAGGATAATTATCTGGACCATTGATGACTAACTGTTGAAGATATTCTCTATTGTATTCGGTAACAACTTCTGGAATTGTCAAATTCATAGCTATCTTCAATGGAATACCAACTTCATTTAGATCCAAAAATGGATCCGATGTAATAACTGTACGAGCAGAAAAATCCACACGTTTACCGGCCAAATTGCCTCTGAAACGGCCATTCTTGCCTTTAATTCTGTCAGAAATAGATTTACCACCTTTATTATTTTTTTGCATAAGTTTAGACAAACCAATTGAATCATTATCAAAATATCTGGCAATATGAACTTGCAAGGTCATCGCAATATCGTAGTTAACGCCATCTTTATTAATGACTCCTGATCCTTTACTATTTTTTAAGGCTTCATTGTAAAAAATTATATCTTTGAGTTTGCGTGTAATATCATCATCAAAGTTTGTTGATGAACCAATGTCCATTTTTACACTAGGATGAACTGGTACAGGAGGAATTGGAAAAATTTCAATAATCATATCACTGGGTAGCGTTTTAGTTGTATCAAAGCCCATAATTTCATAATCGGTAATAGAAATTGATCTCAGTAAATTTCTACAATGAGCTGGGCTAATAATTCGCGAAGACTTCTTTTTGTCTTGTTGTTTTCCATCTGAGTCCATATTTTTTAAAGGGGTAGCAATTAATTGCACTTCACCATTTCTTTTTTCAATTACAATATTGTGAGCAGGTGTTCCACAGTTCGCACAAAATGTTACTTTTTTGCAAGCCGCACTTACATCTGCAAATCTTTGTTTTGAACTTTTATTTCTGATAATTCTTGCAATAGTAGCTTCGTTTTTATTTACTAAAAGTTTGTAACATCTAACACAAATCATTGTTAGAATTTTTTTGATGAAGGGCAGATATCCCATGTGGAATACTGGTTCAGCCAATTTCGTGTGACCAAAATGTCCAGGGCAATGATATGCAGTCTCTGGACAAGTTCCACAAACTTCATTTCTACCATTCACTCCAAGGCGTTTATCATTAACACCATTATTCGCAGATTCACCATTGATATCTACTTCTTTACTGGTTATTCCATCACCAGGAATAACAGAATATGCCAACTGATCAATATTACTCGAAACGCTAAATTCAACGCTTGTTACCAATTCAGTATCGTCTGTATATGTCCTGTATGTGTTTTTTCTTTGTTCCATATCTCCAAAAAGTAAATATGATAATAAATTAGAGATAAGATTTTATACTGAAAAGATTATTACGTGCGTAATAATCTTTTCAATTTTTCTCTATGAAAAACTAAAATCACTTTACCTAGACCAATATGATTTTACTCGTACAAATCATCTAAAGTCAAATCACGTACCGATTTTATTGAGGTTGAAAATGGGCGTATCTTTGTAATTTTTATTGAATCACATTCGACCCCCAGTAAAGCAAAAATATCTGCTAGTGGAATATCAGTTAAATTTGCAGAATTTTTTTTTATGCTGTCCAATATTGTCAGATCAAAATTATTGATGACTTCCATAGCGCCCGTTTTTTTGCATTGGGTAAATAGTGTGATTAATTTTCTTGCTGATGGATTGGAATTTGGTAAAAAATCATACAAATTACAAATGCGATGTTCTACCTTATCTGCAGTGATAGTTTTAACATAGGAAATATTATCGTCCATAAAACCTGCATACGCTCTGAGTGTAATATTTTCAACTTTTCCTTTGTTAAGACGATATACTAAATGAATCTGATTTACAAATATGAATACCAAACCCCATAAAAAAGTTTCAACACGGTACATGATTTGCAGAAATTTAATTTGATAACGTTCAGGGATATTCATAATTATACGACACTCTGTTTATTATATGGATAGTTTTGTTTAGATAAAAAATTGCGCGCTGATAAGTTCTTATTTTATTAATTTTATTTAAAACATATTTCACCTTCTTACTAAGGGCTTTTTTATAAAATGCTTACATCCGAAGTCAAAACTTTGCCTTATGTTGAAAAATACAGGCCAAAGGTATTATCTGATGTCAAATCACATGGTGAAATTTTGGGCTCGCTTACAAAATTTTTGAAAACAAATTCGTTACCACATTTGCTATTTTTTGGCCCACCAGGTACAGGTAAAACCAGTGTTATCAAATGTTGTTGTGTGCAATTATTTGGTGAATATGTTGAACATATGACCCAGACATTTAATGCATCTAATGATAGAGGAATTGAAACAGTCAGAACAAAAATTAAACCTTTTGTTGAAAGCAAAACATCAACATTTTTGGGAGAGCATATGGGAAAATTACCAAAAATTGTTATCCTAGATGAAGTTGATTCCATGACTCTTGAGGCTCAAGGAATGCTTAGGCAAATTATTGAAAAATCAAGTCCAACGACTCGTTTTTGTTTAATCTGCAACGATATCGACAAAATTAGTGGACCACTTCAATCCAGATGTACTCTTTACAGGTTCTCACCAATTTGTGTCGAAGACATGTTTGATCGTTTGAAAGAAATTTCTGCGGCCGAAAAAATTTCCATTGCATCCAATGCTCTGGATGCAATTACATTAATTTCAAGAGGCGATATGAGAATTGCTATCAATACCTTGCAGAAACTTAAACTGACACTACCAACGAAAGATTTGATTGAAACTGATGATGTTTATAATGTTAGTGGCATACCAACACCTGAACTAAATGCAGAAATTTATGAACAATTTATTACTCTGGCCATAGATCCTGAAAATTCAAGCCTAAAAGAAAATCTTAAAAAGATCATTGATATTCTGGTTGATAATAACATAACAATTCCACATATGTTGGAAGAACTAAAGAATCAGATTTTGGTTGATTCCACAAATTTGACACTCGGCAAACAAATTTACCTGATTATACGATTGAGTGTTACAGAAGAATTTGCCAACGTCAACCTAAGTTTTGAAACTATTTTGACAAATGTGGCTTGTGCATTTGTTGAAGTACGTGAAGTTGATTAAATTAATAAATGAATTTGTATTCATTCATTAATTTGTAAAATTAGGCCATCATATCTGCCTTGATCGATGGACAAGGATAATAATTGTGGATTCTGATATCATCAAATTCATAATCTTCAATATTAGCATGTGTTTTTACGATCTGAAGTTTTGGCTGTATTCTTGGTAATCTTTTCAAGAGTTCATCAATGGCCCCAGAGTCAATATGTTCTTTATAAAGATGAGCATTTGAAATACTATGAACAAGAATTCCTGGATCCAAATTACAATGAGCTGCAAACAAGTAAGTCATTAATGCAGCTGTTGCAGTATTCCATCCCAAAAGCACATCCCATGATCGCTGTGTAAGATGGCAATTTAATCTTCCAATAGTACCATTTGCAGCAGGTTCATCATATAAATCGACTCCAAAATGATACCATGGATGACAAGGCGGCAAACACATTTTATCTTCATCCGCTGCATTCCATAAATCGATAATAATACGTCTGTCTTTGGGATTAGTTTTAATTTTTTCTAGAGCGTTTGCAACTTGATCAATACCTTGATTTTTATAATTGGTTTTACAATCAACATATTTGGCTCCATAATATCTCATTTGGAATCCATATCCGGCACCAATGTCGCCTTCAGCATAGGGCAATTTGCGTGATTTGATAAATTCCGGACTAGAATTTTTGTCCCAGATATGAATCCCCTTCGCTTGCAGAATAGAATTATCAGTTTGCCCTCTTAACATCCACATTAGTTCCTCAAAAATTGATTTTGGAAAGGATTTCTTTTCCGTAGCAATTGGATAACCCTTTGCAAGATCATAGGTTAGTTGATAACCCCAGATATATTTGGTTGCACCATTACGCCCATTTTCAATTCTGCCGTCGGTCATAATTTTTCTTATTAGGTCCAAATATTGAGTATCGACAACGTGGTCAGATATATTTTTGAGATTCTCTTGGCGGGCCGTTGGAGTGCTCAACTTGTATGTAAATTCTTTTTGATCTTGAACGTTGTATGTAATAAACTCATAAGAAATATCATAGACCTTTTCTGTGTAGCATTTACCAACAGTTTTAGTAAGAATATTATTATCGGAAGAAATCCAATTTAATTTTTCAATTGTAAATGGGGCTCTGACAAATTCTACATCAGGGAAATTTGGATAAGCATCCTGCACGGCAGTCAACATGATAGATCCCAATGCTTCATGATAAAGAGCATCAAAATAAATGCGACTTCCTCCAATAACAAAAATTTTTGCTACGTTTTCTAATGTGGTAGCTGTTTTGTACGCATCATTAAATGTTTCAACATAAACTTCACCGCTAGTTGATTTTAAATCAGCTGCTCCTCTAGCAACAACAATATTTAATCTTGATGTAACCTTTTTGTAAGTAGCAGATAGTGTTACCCATGTATTGTAACCAACAATAATAGCATTGCGTGTTCCTTCTTTACATTGAGATGTTGTCCTGCGAAAGAAACTCATATCTTCTTTCAAATATGGCCATGGAAGTTCATGCACACCATAAGATTTGACACCAATAATACCTTGCGAATTTACTGCAATCAAAATATCAAATTTGGGAGTAGTCATTGCTGCCATTGTGTGATAAATTTGTCTTCAAGTAGATCTTTAAGTTGGCTTTTTTCCTAGCAATTTTTATCCAAAACAAAAAATTGACAAAAAATCTTCGCACGTAGTATGGGTTGATCAGTGACCAGGATTCACTTACGTTGATCCAATATAAACATTTAGGTGGTAAAATTACCACTCAACCGCATTAACTACTTTGCACCATGTCCAGCCTGACCGATAAAACTTCTACAACGGACATGAGTACACTTTTGCCATCAGAATGGGTTGTTTATTTGTATGACAAGCAAAAATGTAAACACGCTGCAAAAAAGTTAGGAGGAAAAATTGAAGATGCACAAAAAATCGTTTGTACACTGAAAACAGTCAACGATCTAGAATATTTTGTGCAACTTATGGGTGTGAAATTGGAGATTGCGGATAATCCTCATGGTCCCAAAATTAATATGGATTGTAATGACATCATTATTATGCGTCAAGGAATCAAACCAGTTTGGGAAGATCCAAAAAATGCGGAAGGTGGAACTTTTACAGCCAAAGTTGAGTATCATAAAGGATATTATTTGTGGTCCAATCTTTTGATGTATCTTGTTGGAGAAACTTTGTGTGATGATTCATGTGACATTAATGGCTTGGAAATTGTTCCGCAAATGGGTACTGATGCGACAGCCGGAACAAATCAAGCTCAAGCGCATATTATCAAGATTTGGGATGGTCATAAGAACTACAGTGTTGATAAATTCACTAAATTGCTTCCTAAAGATATGCAAACCATAATGGAAAATGAATCAATTAGATACTCTCCCAACAGAGAGAAAACGAGCTTTGGGTCTGCCAAAGTAAGCAGTGGGTCTTTTGGAGGTGGATTTTTAGATGGTGGACGACAAGGTTCGTATTCAGGTTCTGGAAGTAGACAGCACAATGGTCGCGGTGGATCACGTGGAGGACGTGGTGGTAATGGCAGACATTAAATAAATTTCGTTAATTAATAGATTATTCGTTAACGAATTAAATAAATAATATACACAAAAATATTATGTCTGGTGAAAAAATGGATCAGCAAATTATTCCTCTTAATAACGAACTTATCGATCATCAAGAGATAGATCACAGAGAGACGGATCTAGAACTAATCGAACGCGAAAAACATATACAACTTTTGAGAAAAAATAACACAAAGTTTTATCACCCGTTCCACGTTCACGCTGGTTCATGTGCAGTTGACAAATCATTTGCAGAGTTTGATTTTGATGCGTATACTGAAACAAACAGCTTGCTTTTTGCATATTGTTCGGAACCAATTATCGAATTCGCAAATTTGAAACCGGTTAAGTCCATTACTTATAAACTTATCGTTTGCATTGCAACTAGTAACGCGAAAACTGATAATCCATTTTTATTGAATTTGGAGGAAAACGGAAACCTAACCGAAGGCAAAACTTTGTATTGGCCAGATTTTTACAAAGTCCATCCGTGTATTCTAAAGGAGATGTCGTGTAAAGACCGCAAATGTGATATTAAACACAACATTTCGAGTAAATTTTGGTGCAGTAATTGCCAAGGAACATTGTTCAGAATAGAAAGTATTGTTAGAGATTTGATTGCGCCCGTTGTTGATTTTAATAAAATTCCTCCGGTGACAATTCTGCAAATTTTCAAAGAAGAATCAAATATCGATCTTGATAATGAAAGTATTTCGCGTGACAACCTTGAAGACATGAATTTTTTCTTTGATCAAGACATTGCTAAAATTAACACTATCGCTCTCAGAATGTCAAAATCTCAACAACAACTGGACGAGTTCACAACGAAAATTCATGCTAAGAAAGCCGAAGATCAAAAGGCATTGGATGCCATTTTTGGAGAAAGAGGTGGGTCTGCTGATGGGTATAACAATATCATTAGAAAAGTTAAGGATTTGCTACGCAAACCTTAATGATTTGCAATTAATTTTAATAATAACATTGTTGCTATTAAAATTTTTACAGATTGTCTGATTCAAGTGGAGTCAAAAATACGTACATATGACCATTCTTGGCAATCGGAATTTTCAAAACCAATGGAAATTCATTTCTCATAAAGATCTCAATTGCTTGACAAAATTTGTTGCTTTTCGAAAACCACATTAATTTTTCCAGAGAATATGAACCGTGTGTAATTTGCTGACTGTTTTGTGCACCTGCAGATTTGTTTCCGCTGCCAAAAGTCTTAACAAACTTGTTAGTATCATTTTCGGTTTCAAACATGATATGATTGCCAATTGTGATAATTTTAACAATCGAACCATTAGCATGTGTTTGCTTGCAGGTTTGACTGAATTTGTCAGCAGCCATTTCAAATCTACCACTAAATTTGGTAGCTGGAGTGGGATATTTCGTATAGGGAATTTCAATCAAGTTAACGCGAATTTCAGTCGCTTCTCCTCCATCATTTTTTGAAGGAACATCAGAAATTTTGATACAATTTCTGTTTGATTTGTCAATCGATAAAATAATACTCTCAGTATCACCAACAGACTTTAAGGCCTGGACAAAACCAGTTGAATCCAAACCAATAACCATTCTGGGTTCAGACATCTCAAATGTTCCAAATCCACTCTTCAACAAAACCTTAAGCATGAGAGTTGCATCCGTTGTCAATATTACAGTACGTAAACCTCCAACCTGTTCGGCTTTCTTTTTTTTGGAAGCTGCCGGATTTTGTTCATTTCCAATGCTATCTTGATCATATGCATCATAAATCTGCTCAACAACTGCTTCATCATCAACTTTCTTGGTTGGCTTAATGAATTCCAAATTAAATTCCGATACAACGTTTTGGATATTCATCATTGTTTGTTTGAATACTGATGCATTCAAAATTTTGACATACAAAACTTTCTCAGAAAAATCAACTTGTTCTTGAACAGGATCGTCTACTTCCACCTCAATCTCAGCAGAAACGGCTTTGCGACCGGCTCTTTTTGCCTTTGGTGCAGATGAGCTTTGTTCATCATCTGGATCTTCTTTGGTAATGGTTACCTTTTTAAGAGATGTTTTTTTGACTTTCTTTGTCATTGACTTCTTAATAAGCGATTTTGCTTTTACTGAAACGGTTTTTTCATCCAAGTCAACTTCTTCTTCGTGATCCACATCCTGTTCTTTTATGCGTTTGGACATAATTTCTTTATTTCCAACTATAGAATTGGATTGGATCACTTTTTTAAATGGTGGTAAAAATGAAGTTGATAATTTTAAAAGTAACATTTATGTGCGCAATTTTTTTGGAAATTAGTAATATACATTATTAAATATGTCGTCAAAGCATGGATCTGGGAAAAAATCATATAAGCTGGCAAACCCACAAATAAGAGGAGAATTGCAAATCGAAACTGAAGCCGAAGATGCAATTCATGCCGCCAGAGCATTGTATGCCGCCATGGCAAAAAATTTCTCAAAACCAGTTGAACATTTTAACATTGTGATCCAAAATACTGACAGCGGTAAATTTCATCATTACACCATAAGCGAACAAGAATCCGGAAAAACTCCAAATGGGGATGTCAAAGTTGATTATGTTGTAACAGAAATAGAAGGCCAATTTCCAAAAGAATTCAATGATGAACTTGGGAATTTAATTGAAGAACATGTCAGTGGAGGTGGATATTTGGATGACCATCTGTATGATTCAGATGATGAATATTCGCAACAAGCATACTACAATTTGCCAATAAAAGAATTTGCATATTTCTATCTACCGTACAGTAGATATTATCAATTCCAAACCGCAGGAATTAGACCTTACCATGTCGCTATGCCAACTTTTAAATACCAGCCTATGTTAACCATTAGGCTTGATTTGATTAATTTTTAGTATGAAAAATTAAGCAAACCAGCCTACATTGACAATTAGGCTTGATTTGATTAATTTTTAGTATGAAAAATTTAGCAAACCGGCCTACATTGACAATTGGGCTCGATTTGTTTTTAGTTAATAAAATTCATATTAGATGCTTTTAGTATCTAATATAAATTTTCAATTGCAATTTTATGTAAAGCTATTTGTCAAAAATGCCAACCAAAAAACAAAATAAATACCAAGAAGACGAAGAAGACGAATACGTTGAAGAAGGACAGGAGTATGATGAAGTTGATGACGAACAAGAAGTTGAAGAAATAAACGCCGAAGATGAGGAAGAAGGTGAAGAGGAAGAAGGCGAAGAGGAATATGGTGAAGATGCAGATGATGACGAAGGTGATGAGAACGGTGATCTAAATGATGATGCCAAAAAGAAACTTAGTGCAACTATTTTAAAAAAAATGAACATTTGGATGGACTGCGATGATAAGATCAAAGAGATCAATGATCAAGTCAAAAAAGTAAACTTGCAGTTAAAAAAAATTAAACAAGTTCGACAAGAAAATGAAGATACAATTTTAGTTTTGCTCGAAAAATTGAAGTTTGCCGAAGGATCAATTATTCCCGTTAAAAATGGCAGTAAATTTAGAGGCACGATTGAACGTTGCAAATCCGTTACAAAGGGACCTATTAATGAAAAAATTCTTAAGACAGCCCTAATGCAATGTGTGAAAGATGAACGTAAAGTTGATCAATACATAAAAAAAATTGAAGCGTCAAGAGAGCAAAAAGAAAAGTACTTCCTAAAAAGAAATAAGGGCAATCAAAAAGACGTTGCCAAAGCGAAAAAATAAGATCTACTTAAAAAATACGACAGACATATAACTACATTGATTCAAGTGTGGTTATTTGGAATCGTTAGGCTCTATAACCATTTGGGTTCCAAAAAAATGGATCGATTGAGCGCTAAAGAAATCCAAGATCAGCTTTCTAGCGGGAAATATATCCCTGCTTCAACTAAAAAGAAGCTGCAAGCTAGACTTGAACAATTGCAATCATCAGATCTTGGAAAGAATTCAGAATCATCTGCACGTCAATTAGAAACATCTGTGCCATCAACCCAAAGAGTTCAAACGAGAGCAGATCCATCATGGCACAAACCTAAGACTTATGGAACTGATAATGAGCAACAAAATTACGAAATTAAACCTCAGGTGAAAGCAAAAACAAAATTTGCGGATGACCTGACGGATCAAGATTTGTTTCCTGATCTTGAACCCAGAATGTGCTTAACAAAATCTGCTCCTAATGTTCATGCAATAACCACATCTTGTGAAATCAGTGCAAGCAATTACAGAGATATGTTGTCAAAATCAACAAACGATATTGGATCTGAAATTGAGTTACATCTCGAATACAGTCACATAATGGAGCATATCAACATGTGTAGTTTGGACAAATTTATTTTAAAAATGATATTGGATGATTCAGATCCTAATTGCAAACACATTTATGCCATCGATAAGTTAATTTGCGTGCTTACCAAGTATATTTATCATGTTGCTGATTTGTGTTCGGACAGACCAGGTCAAAACACTTTGCAAGGATCAACTTCAGCCGAAAGTGAAGAAGAACTGATTAACGGTCGAGAACATTTCGATGACCATTCCAATAAATATTTCCAAATTGTTTACTCAGAAACAAACTTAAGGCAAGATATCGTAACTGAATTGAAAGAAATTTGGCATGCAGATTCAGTGCAAATAATTTTATGTGATACCACATATGAAAAAATTAACTTCGAAATTTTGTCAACAAAAACTTTGGATGCACTTTCCGAAATTTTACTTCACTACAAATTGCAGTTAAGCGCAAAATTAGCAAGATTTATGACTGAGCTTGGCAAAATTATTCCAGACGATGATCATTATACGTATCATTTCAACTTCGAATTGGATCCCGAATCAAAAATAGGCTTGACTCGGAAAATTAGATCTGTAAATGGAGTTGTAAGATCCACGTATCATGATATTCTTATTGATCGTGTTGCATCGTTTACTTGTGTAAGTGATATTCAGCATCGAATTTGCGAATCTGTTTCAAGTTCGCAATCAACAGATAATTTGGTGATTATTTCTTCCAGTGAAAGTGCAATGATTTATGTTACATACACTCTTCCACTTCTTGACAAAAATGTCAGGTTAAAAATCAACAATTGCCCGCAAGGATCAAACTTGTTATTTGGTATGTAAGCGAAGTAACCTATGGTAAGCGAAGTAACCTATGGTAAGCGAAGTAACCTATGGTAAGCGAAGTAAGCGAAGTAACCTATGGTAAGCAAAATTTATCAAAAATTCACCTTTAATCTTTACCTCAAAATTTATTGATCATAATATATCATCAATAAATTTGTTAAAACAAACTGCTAAGTAACAATAGCATGCGCTATTGTTACTTTCCGTACGTGTAAGCGGCTACTAATTTAGTTAATTTTTTGCTATTTTGGTAAACAATTACTACAACGACGATGAGTAGAATTAAAAGTAGAACGTAAGCAAAAATTGTCAAATAAAGATAAGGTTTTGCTTTATCAACAGCTGGTTGAACAACTTGTTCGTTAATTGTTTTTTGGACTGCTGGGCTTTTCAATCCGGAAATGGCTGCGTTAACAAGTCCATTGGTAAGAGAACCGATACTGCCCTCAAGTGAAGCTGGAAGTGGCGTTGTCATTCCAATTGAAATTATGTTAGATTCAATAATTTATCGTTGAAATTATTTGATAAATTATTGAAAGATTGCTTCTATCAAAGATTACTGTGTCTATATGATTTTTAATCGAAATTATGATCAGAAAGTTCAAGTTGATCTGTATTAAGGAAGAAACCACCATGCATACCGCGATTGTATCGTCCTGCGCGTCTGTTTTGATAAATACGATCTCTGGAAATGGGTATTGTATCCTCTTCTGTGCTCAAGGTTAGATTGTTTCTGGCAGCAGAACTGGACTTCTTTGGTTTAGTAGAAGTAACAGATTTCGAACTAGCAGATCTGGTTTTAGTGTTTCTAGCTTCAAATTCTTTGCGTTTTGATTCAAGTTCTTTTTGAAGTTCAACTAAGTCAACCTTTTTAATAGTGTCTTGCAAAGTTTTCTTGTTTTTGAGATATTCAAGAATTTTCTTGTTACGCGCGACTTCATTTTTGTTTCCCTTGAGATCTGGATTTTCTCTTGTGGCTTGTACTTTTAGGGCAACTCTGTAAAGTCTAGCTTGTTTGTTGCCTTCTTCGGTATCCAAACCCAACAAATCAATAATTTTATCCAAAATTTGTTTGTAAGCATCGTCATTTTCAGGAACTCTGACACGATGAGGTTCATAATCATTTTTGGTATATTCATCCTCGTCGACTTCATCAAGATCAGCTTCGTCAGCATTAAGCGTCTCATCAGGAACTTCTTCAAAATCAATATCTGAATCAGAATCATCAGCGTATGCCACTTGATTAGGATTATTGATCAAACCAAAATCATCGTTTGCATAAGATTTTGTGGCGGCTTCCGCTTCTTCAGCATCAGAATCATCTTCAAATGGTTCTTGATCTTGATCATTTGGATTATTTCTTGATGATGATTTTTTGCGCGCTCCCTCATATTCAGTTAAATCAATTTCTCCATCGGAACTTTCGGAATCGTAATCATAATCATCATAACCATAACCGTCACTATCATTATCTTCAAGATCGATATTAGCATTATCACGAGATCCAGATCCAGTTCCAGCTGTGTCAAAGGCAATTTCATCGAACATCAATCCATCAGTATCGTCATCAAATGTAACACGAGATACTTTATGAACACGTGATAACTCATTTTCTTCAAGATCTTCAATTTCATCAAATTTGACATCATCATCGATATCATCTTCATCCTCATCATAATCGTAAGATTCCGATTCTGAATCATCGTTGCGATCCAAATTTAATCCATTGCGTGTTCGTGCGTATTCAGTCAAACTGACTTCTTCGTCATCGTCGTCGTCATAACGACCACCTTCCAAATCCAATTCACGTCTGAGGGCAGCAGTTTTTGATGAAGACAAATTAAATTCATTCGTATGATTTGATTTAGTTCTTCTTGCACCACCAGTCATACCCAGGCCTCTAACTGTGTTTAGTAAATTTCCCGCTTGTCCTGGAACAACCCCTCCTAAACCATTAGCACCAGCCCCGTTAACCAAATTTGTAGTTAAGCTTTGTAAAGCTTTTTGAACATCACCACTTTGCAGCATTTGTCCAGCAAGTTGTTGGATTTGAGGGTTTGATGCAAGTTGCTGGATTTGTGGACTAGATGCAAGTTTCTGAAATTCTGGAGTTTGTATCATTTTGGCAAGTTGATCTCCAAAACCAGATTGACTGAGCCATGATTGAACACCAGTATGCGGAGAATTCAATATTTGTTGACCAGCAATACCGCCAGGAACTTGTGTAGCCATAACCTGTGGAATTTGAGCTTGAGGGATGGCACCAGGCACTCCGGCACCACCAAACAAATGTGTTAATGCATCTGTATTGCCTTCTCGCGCAATCATATTCATGAGTGTGTTACCACCTGCAAGTCTATGTGTTAAAGCATTTAGATTAGAAATACTATCAAATTTGCCTGCAAAATAATCTCCAAGATACGTATCAGGATTTAATTGATGTGACATTGTTGTCATGCAGAAAATTATATATTATGACAAGATATTTGGAAAAAAGGTTACAAATGAAATTTGTTGGTTAAGCATCGCGATTTTATGATTAAGCATCATGACCGCGAAATCTATGAATTCTATGAGATTCCGCAAACTACATTTTATTTGCCTTTAATAAGAATCTATTAGTAGTAATCTAATCAAGCTTGATTTAAGATATAGCAAATACAAATATCTTGCATTAATATATATTATTGCGCTATGTCTACAGCTGGAATTGTGTTGTTGATCATATTGGGTATTATTCTAGTATGCATCATTGGATATCTCATTTACAGATCAACTCATAAAGCCACTATAACAAATCCCAATCCTGAAGCTATGACTTCACTTGCAGGTGCGAGTACAGGTATTGAGTTAGCTAACCAGAGAGCTGCTTTACAAAATCCTTCATTAATTAACAACCTCAGTGAAAGTATTTTGGATAATTTGACAGATTACAAATATGATGATATCGCTTTTGATTCCGCAAGAACTGGACTAAGTGATTCGGCTGCTGGTAATTATGGAAACTTCAGTCCCACTGATACAGATACATGTTTAGGAATTAATCCCAAAGATTTTGCAATTGGCCGTCAACCTCACATCGTTCAGTCACCACAGGAGATTATGGCCGAATATGATGTCACACAATTTATGCCGGTCCAAGGAGATGATAATGGCCACTTCAGCATTGTCAATGATCTGACTGCCAGAAAAGTTAATAATACACAACTCATTCATCCAAAGACACTACAAGGTTTGGATACCAACTCAGGAGCCATGAGAAATGCATCCACAGATCTTAGAGGCGACATTTTTGTCCCAAAAGCCGAAGTTGGACCTTTTATGGGTTCATCAATCCCTCAACAAAATAATTTTAGAGGAATTACACTCGCAGGTGAGTGCTAACTCACCGAAGAGGATAATTTGTTAAAATTACACTTGCAGGTGAGTGCTAACTCACTGGACAAGATAATTCGCCAAAATTGCACTGGTTGGTGAATGTTAAATATTTGCATTTATTATAACTGCAAATATTACACTTAGTTAATCTAATCGACGATTACATGCCTATTCACACAGGGAGCGATTCGCAGGGAACATACATCCAATGGGGTGGCCATGGTAAAAAATATTACTACGGTAGTGGATCTGGAATGACAATGTCGGAAGCAAGATCTGCTGCAGGTAGACAAGCAGCTGCTGCTTATGCTCACGGATATAGAGGAAGATGATCGTTTGCGATCATGTTACTCTATATACATTAGTTAAGCTAACGGATATAGAGGAAAATAATCATAAAGCAATAAACATATCGAACATCAAATACGCATTTTCCCAAGTGTATAAATTGGTTACTTACTTTATGTTGGAAATTATTAATGGGGTTTAATCCAAAGTATCTTATTATGTTGGGCTTGTTGTTCGTGTTGATGATTATGTACTATTTTTACTTCGAACATAAGAAATCCCAACAGCTAATTGAAAAGCAAAGTAAACGTATTACAGAATTAGAAGACAAAGTTACAAATTTAATAAAAAAACCTCCACCAAAAGCAGCATCCGAAAAAAAGAAACCTGAAATTAAAACTAAACCTGCACCAAAACCAGCTCCTAATCACGAAACAACTATTTATGAAATAACTTACAATACAGATAAACCTATTAACTTGAAAGGCGGACATATTGGACCAACTGAAGCAGCAGAAATTGAGCAGGCTCTAAATGGACATAAAGCAATCGACGCTGAAGTTGCTGATGCACCAACTGCACACGAAATTTCAGAATCAAGACCAAATATTTTTGATGTCGAACCAACCTCTGATGAAGAAGTTGAACCGACACCAATGATGCCACCCAAATCAAAAGAACTGCCAATTGACACTGCTGAACTATCACAGTTAGAAAAACCACCAACAAAAATGGTTGTCAATGCAGTTGCTGCCAAAAAACTTAGCGCTAGTGGCAAAAAGAAATAAATGATAATTTTATTAGCATTTATTTAATTTATCTAACGCCTGTTAACCAGAGTTTGCCATCCTTGTGAACATTGACCATTAGGATTGTTTGTCAAAATGACTTGACTTTTTGCTGTATCACGTTCTTGATTAACTAATTGCTGAGCATTTTGTTGCATAAATTCTCTAAGATTCGCATCATCAGCCAAACCTGTTTGTGAGCTCAGATTACGCATCCAGTTTGCAGTTGGTTCATAATTTGTTAGAAATCTTGCATCTAAAATAACAATTCTATCGTTAGCCATGGTTGGAAACTCACGACTAATGCCCTGATGAGCGTCACCACAATTCATATTTCCACTATATTTAGGTTCTAAAAACTTGCTTTTTGAAGTTTGACTGAAATGATTAAATTTTGGCAAATTTGTTAATAACTGCGATGTAAACAAATTGGGCTGCTCTATCAGGTTTTATTTTTGCGAGAATTTTTTGGTTTATTGTTGATGTTACACAGATCGTATCTCGTGGATTATTGTTAAAAATTATGAATTCCAAACCATTTATTTGAAACGGATTTGGTCCAGCCGCAAGTTGGACATTGTTTGTTACGATGAATATTTTAGAAACAACAATATTGGGTCCTGCAATCAGAGGATTAGATGTTGCATTTACAAATGATCTATTTGGTGCAATTGCCACCTCTTCAGCAATTTGAGCTGTCGTTGTCTCTGATGTTGACGAAACGACCGGTGTAACATCTTCAGGTTGGGCATCACATAATTTTACAGGAATAGGACCAATTTCTTCTTGAAAAGAAGGAATTTCAAAAGAATTCGGCCACGAAAATTGGTCAGTTAGACCATTTGCCATTAGGTTTACAGTACTTACGATATAACCCAAAATTTAATATGTCATCAAAAGTTATGAATAACCTTCTTCCAAATTTGCAAAGGTTGATTCCAATAACTAATGTCGAGATTTGCATCTGTCCCACAAGTAACCGTCCCAAGTGATGTTGTTAATAATTTTTTCTTAGCGTTAAGCCAAGGAGATGTTGATTTTGTTAGGCAGTTTGTGGCTCAATACAAGAATTCGGTTAACATATTTTCAACCACGGAAAAGGATAAGCCAAGTATTAGCAAACAGAGTCCATTTCACACAGTTTTGAGTTTGGATCCGCTTGTTGCTAACGATGATGCTAAATTACAGTTAATGAAATATTTGGCAGATTTAGGTGCACCTATGGATGTACCAAATTCTGCAAACATATGGCCTATTCATATCGCTGCAGAAAATGGAAATCTAACAGCAGTTCAATTTCTCGTGGATCATGGTGTTGATATTTCTAGACTGGATTCTAGTGGCAATACTGCTCTCCATTATGCAATTTATGGTAAACAAGTTGATTGTAAAGCACAGTCTTTAAAACCTGGCGCGTTAACGGACACGACAACATCATCTTCACAAAATTTCAATGTAGCTTTGGAAAATGCTAAACTCAAAACACAACAAATTCTCAGTGCAAATCCTGTATTCACGTCCGATCTAATCCATATGATCAATACTATCAAAAATATCCCACAGAAAACTATTTTTGATCCAAATTACAGACAAATGCAAGGAGAACTGAATAGAATTTTTGTAAACGCAGCTTATGATCCAACATACAGCTCTAGTTTTCCTGGAGGATCTCCCCAACAAACAAATTTGGAAGCTTTGATGTCAACTTGGGAAAATTTTTATTCGGAAAATGTTTTTAAATCCATGTCAGCCGATTCAAACTTCAGAACTGGAGCTCCAGGTTGGGGTCCACAGATTGCAGGCACAGTAGACCCCCAAAATCGTATTTTAGAAAAAAGTCTTCAAAATTATTTGGATGACATGACCAGAGCCCGCGATCAAGCTAGGTCTTTGGTCATAAGTGAAGTTAACGCCCAAACACCAAGTGCTGTTGGCACACAACAACTTGCTGCTGGTCTTACAACTTTATTTACTGGCACAATTCTAGAAGCACTTGGCCGTGGTTCAAATGGACCAATGTATGGTGGATCTATTTTTGTATTGATGGCGATTGAATGGCTGACAGAAAATTCAACCGCCTTCTTATCCGAAATGATTTCACGCAACTTTTGCATAATGAACCAATCTGGAATAACAAGTCTCACAACAGGAGGAGCGTATCCTACAATTCCAGATGAACAACTTATTACAAATACAAATGCTCAAATTTTTGCAAAGCTTATTACAACGTATCCTTCAGCTAATCCCAATCATTTACAATTAATGGCAAATGCTGCGACCGCAACTGCAACGGATACAATCAAGGAAGGTGTAATGTATGCGATATGCGCACCGAATTCCTACAGACGAGGAGGTATTGCGAGTTTTTTTCCAAATACATACGGTCTGAGACCATTAACAGTTGCTAATTCAATCTTGAATCAACCTTTGGCCAATCAAGAATTTATTGACGAAAGCCAAAGATTGTTCACATCCAAAAGGTTGGATCCAACTCTTAATTGGATGGAAAATGTAAGGCGACTCATAAAAAAGATCCAACCGAAAGTTTCAAATTCATCAGTACAAAATATTTTTGTTGTGAATAATACCACAAGTGAATCTTCTGGTTCTGGAGCACCTGCTAGACCTTATGCTCCGGGTAGCATTTGGCCAGTTACCGCAACAAGAAAAGTTGGTGATTATGAAATACCATTGAGACCATTTTTATACACTGAAACTGATGCTGCTGGTGTAACTAGACCAGTTGTCTTTCGTAATGTTTTACCTGTAGTGCCTGTAACAACAGAAACTGCAGGTCTTGATAGTTATGATTCAAGTATCGCAAATTATACATTATGGGATGCATCTAGAGTTATGGATATGTTAGGCCAAGCTATTGTAACAGGAACGTATTCACCGACAAAATTAAATAATTTCTTTGTAAATCAAGGTGGATCACCGATTATGATAAATGATATGATGCAAATTGTCGATTATTATAATGAGGCTGCTGGTCGTGTTTACCCAGAATATGTTCAGTTGGCAAAAATTTTGATTAATGCTATTCAAACTTATTCCAGATTGACAATACAAGCGACGATCAATCAAATCATTGTATCTGCACCTACAGCAGTGCTACCGCCGGCTAACTTCACAGATTTAGATTTATTTTCTGTTGCTGCACCATCTTTACCGACAGATGTATCAGACCCAACCTTAACACCATTTAAATCTAATTTAATTACGGGTTTAGGTCCGAATCCAGATCTATTCTATCAGTCGTTTGATCGTTTTGTTCGGGATTTATCTGTGCCTGGAATTTACCCGCGCGCTGCTTTGGATTACTCCGTTTACGATGTGCTGGTGAACATTTATATCTCAACTGATCCGAATTTGAAAGCAAATCCAAATTATCTTGCCGAAATCAAAAATAGGACTTATGATTTGTTGAGAAAACCCGGACCTGATGTTCAATCAAATCTGGAACGTATTGTTACATCTGATGCTTATGAAAATGGACCAGAATCAGTATTCACTCAAAATAAAATTGATAATTTTGAACAAGCATTGCGTCATATGAAATTTGAAACTATTGATCAAGTTATACCAGAAGCACTTACCATAATGCAAAATAATAGTTTTATTTCAGCGTATGATATCATTGTTTATCAACTTATTGTAAATGCATATCAATCTTATGGTCAAATTACTGCTAAATCTCAAGGTATTAGTGACATTGTATCAGATATTAGATCAGCAATTCGAGATGAAACTTATTTATGGATCCCGCAAATTTATTTGCCTGCGCTCATTATAAAAACTATCAGTATTGCTGCAGACATAAGTTCTCTAAAAGATATACCCATCGACTACAATGAAGGCTCAGATGTCTTAGTAAAAGGTTCAGTTGGTTCAGATCTTTACAATGTGTATCAAAATTTCAAAAATCGAATGACTAATCTAACGGTTCTGGCAAATGATTTCATCAAAAATGTTACAGTTTATCACAATAATGTAATTAATTTCCTAAACTTAAACAGCGCTCTTGTGATAGCTAAAGCCAACACATCAAGTGGTGTAATAACGTTGGATGGTTTATTTGACAAAGTTTTAACAAATTTGGATGTTGATGTCAAAATAGTACCTAACTCGCGCGAAATGGCAAGCTTTGATTTTTATGGTGTAGGAGAAATTATGTATTATGCACTTCCAACAGATACCACACAATTAGACTACAACAGTTTTAAAGACTCCACAAATTCAATCACTGCATACAAAGATTTTATGGATTACACTAGAACTGGAACAAAAATTTCTGATTTGCCCTCAGTTGGATTAAATAGTCAACTTAATGTGGTAGTATCTAGTAAAACTATTTTGCAAATTCCACATGGATTTAGCGGTCCGTGGTTGGCAATTAATTCTGCAAACATTGTAAATTCTAAATACTTTGATGCACTTATTGGTTACAGTACCAGTCCATTTACATATGATCCAATTAAAGGAGCTCCAGCATCTATCGCTCCATTTGCCGGACTTTATTTACAAATGAAACGCCAAGATCTTGTGCAAAAATTTGTGCAGTATGTCGTAGATAATAAAGATAATACAGCTTCACAACTTTGGGCTGATGTTCAGCAAACATTAACTCAACCTGGTATCTTACAACCAGGTCCTGCTGCATCATATATTGTTTTAGCACATCTGGCAGAGGATCATATTAATAGATTGTTAACATTTACGTTGAGACAAACAATTGGATCATGGATTTACGATTCGACATCAGGTTCAACTTATGGACCACTTATGGATCCAATTAAAGCCACAATTGCAACAATTAATACAGCGGCATCTAATGTTGTTGAACCGTCAAAAATCGATATCAATAATCTCATTACAGGGTCCGCTACTTACAAATACGAAATATTAAATCCAGTAGAATCCAATCTCAAAACAATTAAGTACACTTCGCCATCTGAAAAAGCAAACCAATCAACAACATTTATTCATTATGTTGCCAACATAGCTATTGGGCAAGAAGAATCACTAGGCCAATGTTACCAAATTGATCCACAAATTGTTGATTTACTAATTGACGGTCGAACATTAAACCAAAAAAATATGTCTGGACAAACTCCAGTTGCACTGGCATTAGCGCTTGGAAATATGAAATTAGTAGACATGCTGGCTGCAAAAGGAGGATTAGTTGGTACAAATACTGTATCTGCCAAACAATCTGTCGAAAATCTCAAAAAACATTTGGCCTATACTAAATCTTCGATCAACAATCGTTCCGTTGAACAATCGATCGGCAATTTTGTTCTTGCATTCAATGATATGCTGATTTCCAGACTTAATACACCAAGTGCCAACAATAATATTTTGAAAAATGTGACGGATGGTATTCCTTTTAGTTTGATTATGTACAATCACCTTTATCATTTGGGTTTGCAAAATTATCGTTATGGATTTACGATCGAACTAAAGGAAAAAATTAATTCAATAATCAAACCTTATGTAAAAACTGACATTGATATCTATCCGTGGGATTTGTATGAAGTCGATAATTCAACTAACTTATTGGATGAATCTGGAGTGCAAATTCAAAATTTGAAAACTATTACAAATTCCAAACTGGAACAAAATCTTAAACAGCAATCTGATTTACAAACGCAAATAGCAAATCTCCAAGCTGAACAGGCGAAAACCACTCCTGAAAATCGCCAAATTTTAGAACAGTTTATTACAGGTCTTAGAACTAGGTTAGCTGATTTGGAACGAGCAAGACTAGCATTAATTGCTCCTGTCAACAGAAGTTCAACATCAACTTCATTGAATTCTGGTTTTTACAAAGTTGCTATCACAAGCGCAAAAAATAATTTGGCAACCAGATCAATGTCATTAGTTCCATTTTATGAATATGTTGATGCTAAAATAGGACCCTATGCTCAAATACATATCAGCATTTGGGAAAATTATTTGGGAAAACAACTTCCGTATGCAGAATCAATGATCTTCTCACAGTTGGAAAATGTTATGAATCAGATTTTGTCAAATAATATTGATTCAACAACATTATCAGTCTTAACTCCAATTAGAGATTTTTATGCAAAAGTTTCAGAACAAATTGCATCTGTCGATATTTATCCTAAAGTTTATGATGAATTAACTAACCCAATGTTCACTGAAGAAATAAATGAGATCATCTATTTAATTAAGCTTGTATTAACTCCGAGTGTTATTGATCTTGTTTACAAACAACTTGATATGGATTTAGGAACAATTGCATCGGGAGCAACTACCACAAGATCTGATTTAATGAATTCCATAATTAACAACAAATTTAATGGTGAGACAATCGGTTCTTACATCAGAACAAAGCTTCCAATTGCTGCTTACAAATATTTCACAACAACATATGATCAACTTGATCCAACACGTAAGGTAAACGTGGATTCTGATTTATTTGTTCCAATTACACAGATTATTACAACTAACACCGTTATAAGTTTGCCACCTGATTCTGTTGTTGTGACCAACTTTAAAAATGTATTAGTTCCACTTTTGTCAAATACTTATAGAAATTTTATTCACCATATCAAGTTAGCCAGATACGCTTATTCAACATACATTCAAAAAACTAAATCATTATTGGATCTGGTTATCGCAACCAATAGTTAGAATTTGTCTTTTATTTGCATTGATTAATCTTTAATCAATGCAAAACAGTAAACACCAAACTGAAATTTTCATGTCCAAAATCGATTAATATTCCCTTTGTATCTGTACAATAAATATCAATTTGTTGCAAATTAATTGGTGGACTGTATTTTAGTGATATTGGCGCAAAAGAATTGTAGATTACATGTTGCGAACTTGACAAGCCTTTTTGAATCCAATATATTATGGCAACAACATTCTGAAATTCTGTACCGTATAATGGTTTACCTATGGCATTAGATCTAACATAAAAGAAACCATTTGGGTTAAAATTGATAGATGGTCGCATTTGTTGTTCATTTGTTACGGTAAATGCATATTCTGTATGTGTAGTATTTTGAAATCCTAGCAGTGGTCCAATTGAATTATCATTAAAAATTAACTGTAAAAGTTCTTTGAAACGTATTCCAATAACTGCATTTGATGTTGATTGTTCAACAAGTTGTGGTAGAAGATTATATGGTTCTAATTTTATCCAAAATTGTGTATCAGAAACCGCATATATGGTGTGTTTTTTATTTAGAACTACACTCGGAGTGTAGAGAATTGATTTTGCATTAAATATTGTAATTTTGTCGCCAATTTGAAAATTATTTGGAAAATCAATAACAACAATTGGTTGGTAAACTGGTAAACCAACAGCTGGACCTAATCCTCTAAGTAAATCAATTGGGAAATTGATTGCAATTACTGGTGTGGTTTGAGAATCGTAAAGAATTTTGGTATCAGTTAATCTAATGTATGCTTGTGAATCAACAATATGATAAACTTCAAAAACTCTGACAACGAGCTCTGGTAACATTAGATTTGTTGCTATTAAATCTCCAACTTGCAGATCTGTCGCATTCGCAAGCATGGAATTCCCCATGTCAAATATTGTTTTTGAAAGGTCTATTTCGTTATTGATATTTAGCAGTTCATTGATATCTGTGTAAAAAATAATTCGTTGGTTTAGATCAAGATCAGCAGTTATTTCATTTACTACTCTGTAAAGAAAAGGTTTGATCATACCAATAGGTGTAACATACAAATAAGTACCCGCATTAATTTGCGGATTTGGTTCAAAATTGATTCTGCCAAAAGGAATATTTATCCCATCAGTTATGGAGTATTCTTGCCAAGATGAAAATTCAACAATGTTCGTTTGGGAATTTATTGCAACATCCAGCATAAAATACGCATTTTGCTGAATATTTTCTTGAGTATCGATTTGTCGCAGCACTTGATTTGATGCTAACTTTATTGCATGCTCTAATGTTTGTGAACTGTATCGGCCAGGATCAAGTTTTAATGTGTATACATCTTCTAATTCACTGACTCGCCATTGAAGTTGATTGCTTGTTGAAGTCACATTTTGTTGAACATTTGGAATAGCACTGAATGTTAAATCCAATTGAGAAACACCAGTTAAGGTATTTGGTAAACTTATAACAAAATTAGATGCTGATGGATATCCAATTTTTGATCCTGTAACTGTTTGAATATACATTTCTGTTGGACCACCCAGATTGTATTTATTAATTTCAGTCAGATTCTGATCCAATGTTGGGTCTGTGTAAAAATCAGTTTCGGCTGCTGGAATACCCAGATCAACATCAAAGCTATCTGGTCTTGCTGCAACTACATCAAGAATGTTATCAAATACATCTAGTGGTATACCATAAATATCACCAAAAGTTAAATCGATTGGCGTTGACATACTTTGATTAGAATTAGCTGATTCAATTAAATCGATGACATATGCATCAGGATCCATAACATAAGATCCATTAACAAATTTGTACAGCAAAAACAGTTTATGTAGACCGTTTAATATTACCTTTTCGGTTGTTATAATGTTGGCAGTTAAATTTGTACTCGGCGTATAGAATTGTGTGCTATCTGGCAATACGGAATTTTTAGCATAGACTGCAGATAGTGGTCCCACAAAATTGATTGGTGTAAAATCATGAGCATCGCATAAACCTAAACCATGATTAATGTGATTTACCCTTGCATACAAACTATTTTTTTTTATTGAAATAGCATTTTGTAATCTAGAATGCTTACTAACAACGTTATTTAATTTAACTTGGTCTCCAATTTGAAAATTGTTAGGAGTTTGTATTCTAAGAACAGTTGATCCCGGAGTAAAAATTAAAGACCATGGTTTAATGCTCATAATTTCACCATAGTCGTATATTGTAGTTTTGTTTCTGGAACTGGAATCTATGATCAAGTTTGCCATTTAATTATCTAGTTAAATTAATTAGATAATTAAAATGTTAAATGCTTAAACTTCAACAACAGTTGCTTTTCTTTTTCTGGTCGCTTTTTTGGTTCCGTTGGAAGTACCAGCATTACCATTGGCATCAATACCCAACAAGGCTTTTTCGTAGTTTTCCTTGTCAATGCGCTCCCACTCATCAAACGCAGCTTCAAATTTGTCCAGTTCTTCAGTCCAAATTTCTTCCAAAGTCATTGCATTAAGTTTCTCCAATTCCTGTTGCTTGTTGGCCAATTTTTCTCTAAGAGCAATCAATTGTTCCTTCATACCAAACAAACCAATGCTCAACAAATAACTGTAAGAACCTTCAGTTTCTTCAGCAGTGGCTTTGGCATTTGGTTCAACATATTTTGTCATAGTTGGATAACCAAGTTTTTGCAATTGAGCACCAACTTCAGTTTTAGATTTATATCCTTTGTTATCTTTGACAATAACAGTGTCAGCCTCGACATCTTCCATAAACTTGATTTTCCAAGTGATCATGTCGATCTCATGTTGATACTTACCAAGCAAATACTCTTTACGCAAACCTAACAAACGCATCTTTTCTCCGCAATACATTCTGAGAATAGCAGAAACATTTTTGAATTTGCAAATTCTGCCATCTTGATCAAACAAATGCATATTGGTTGTCTTGATTGTTGTTCTAAGTTTGAGTTCTTTTTCAAGAGTACCATTGTCAATCATTTCTTGAAGCTTTCCTGGTTGGAAAGTCAATGTAAAACTAACTTTGGTCGTGGCATTATCCTCAATGTAGTCCTTTAGAGCCGTAACCAAAAAGCTCTTTTTTGCAACTTTTGCTGTTGCACTCTTTTTGGATTTATTTTTGAGTCGACGTTGTTGAGCAGCGGAAATCTTAACTTGACCTTTACCTCCACGTTTTCTCTTGGGCTTGACTTCAGTTTCGTCTTCATCCTCGTCCACATCATCGTCATCATCTTCTTCTTCGCCTTTCTTGGGTTTTTTGATTCCCTTTTGTTCATCAAGACAATTATCCAAGAATGCTTTGTAATCATCAGTCCATGTTCCGATTGGCAAATCGCTAATGTGAATAGTATGATTATCAAGAATTTCATAAGCACCGGTGATAATATATGTAACAAGATCTTCATCTTGAACAACACTTCCAGTGAAGTTACGATAATATGGCGTCATCTTTTTCAAACCTTCACCTGTCAAATATCGCTTAATATTCGCAATAACATCTTTAACGTAATAACTGGGTCCATCACTAGAATATCCATTACCAATTCCAGTAAAACCATTAATCAAACACATTGGTACACATGGTGCATAATAGGCAGGCTCAATTGGCGTACCATCATCATCTTGTGGTACCAAAATTGGTACATCGTCATCGTTAAACAACAATTTGCACAAATAATTCAATCTAGTGAAAATGTATCTTGGGGCTGCTGCATCTTTTCCACCTTGAACTCTGGATCCAAAGTTTCCAATTGGCAACAACAAATTCAAATTATTTGATCCAACAAACGATCTGCCCATCGTTACAATTGTATCTTGCAAAGATTTATCACCATGTTTGTAGGCTGTATTTTTGATAACATCACCTGTAAAAGTAGATACTTTTGAATCTTTATTGCTCGATTTAATATTGTCGCCTGCATGATAAAGACCAATTTTATCAGCCGTGTAGTAAACCATGCGTTGACCTGGCTTAAATCCATCCATCAAATGTGGAATCATTCTGACATTTGCATAACGAGCAAATTCCAAAATATCCACATGAATGAAATCATAATAGGAAACTCTTCTTTTCTGTGTAAGAATTTTCATTTGAGGATCATATGTATTCATCCATTCTTTTCTGGGATTTGCCGCTTCTCCGGAAAATGCTAACCAAAAAGCATTTGCACATTTATCAACTCCAGGAGGAGGAATGTATTGTGGAATTTTTACTGCTGGTTCTGAATCTAGATCAGTTTCTGTTTCTAAATCTTGTTCTTCGTTTTCAATTGCTGGTCTAGCTTCACCAGTTTCTTCAGAATCCCAATAATACGTAATAATTCTATCACTGAATTGTCTGAAACATTCTTGGGTTTCAAGCTCGAGCCATGAACCCAATCCTTTGTAGTATTTGGAAGTCCATCCTTTTGCTCCATTATTTTCGGCTTTCCAATTCAAATAAGCTTGTTCATCAACAAATTCAATGGATTTTTGACCTTTAGTTACGACCAATAGCGGAGTAACAAAGCTGGTAATAAAACCTTCTGTTTTTGCAAGTGAAGGCCACATTTGTTGAATAAAGTTCATCAACAAACCTTTGATATGAGATCCATCAGTATCTTGATCAGCCAAAATCATAATCTTGCCATAACGCAAACCTTTGGTATCCTCGTATTCGACTCCAGCTTTCAAACCCACGAAATTAACAATTTTACTCAAGACTCCCTTTAGGAGAGATTCAGCAAGCTTTTCATCAGATGCTTTTGTAGAATTCAACGTTTTACCTCTCAAAGGGTAAACACCAAAATAATCTCTTTTGATCACTGCAAAACCGTCCATAGCAAACTTTTTGGCTGAATCTCCCTCAGTCAAAATCAAAGTGCATTTGTAACCTTCCTTTGTTCCAGCTTTGTGTGCTGGATAGAGTTTGGCATCGCGAATTGCTCTGCCGCCACCCACATTGCCAAGTTTAGCATCCAACTTAGCTTGCGCATTGTCAATAATGCTTTGGATTAGTCCAGTTTTTTTCAACTTTTTAATGAAAGCATCATTAATTTCAAATGCAGGTTTAAATTTGGACTTCGAGAGTTTCAAACACTCTTTGGATTGAGACTCAAAATCAGGTTTGGAAATAATAGAATTGATAAAGAAGATCAAATTTTCCTTAATTTGACTTGGCTTAACATCAAGTTTCTTCTTTTTCGCTGTAATGGCTTCTTTAAGTTCCTTGACAACGCGATCAACAACATCATTAACATGTGTTCCGCCGCTGCTTGTACAAATATTATTAACAAAACTAATATTTTGATGTTCGAGTGTGTCTGTTGTATCAAACACCACGCAAACTTGCCAACGAGCTTGCTTATCATCAATTACCTTTTCATAAGATGCTCCATCAGGGAAATGCAAATCAACATATTTGGCAAAAGTATTTGTGGTAATCAGTTCATCATTAAAATATACTTTTGTTGGCCGAATGCAATTGGTAGTTGCAGCCAAATCATAAATTCTCTTCTTAAAAAGTGCATAATTATCCAATGAAAATCCATCAAGTTTGAATTTAGCAAAATCTGGTGTAAAAGTCACACAAGTGTAACCATTCTTAAGCTTAGTTGATTTAACAACGGGTTCATCAACAACTGTCTTATTATTCGCGAAACGTTGTGTAAAAATTAATGAGCGATTTGCATCGACAACTTCAACAGTGAATTCTGTTGAATAAATATTGGTCAACTTAACTCCCAAACCATTCATACCTCCAGTAGTTCTTTCAACCTCGTTACCATTTTCATCGTCATCTTCATAATTTGTTCCTGACATCAATTTGCCAAAAATAACTGAAGGAACCCACATATTATGTTCTTCATGCATGGCAATATCAATACCATTGTCACCATTGTTCCATACTTTAATTTCACCTGTTTCTGAATTAATCCAAACTTTAATAGTGTTACATGTTGGATCTTCAGTTACACGATCAGCCGCATTTACAATTACTTCATCATAAATCTTATAAAATCCTGCAGTGTAAGGAATTTCTCGCAACACAATTTGAGCTTGTCCTTCTTCGGCGCCTTCATTGAAAACCCATAATTTAGTTGGGATTGTTTCTGTTGTGCCGATGTAGATAGCTGGTCTCTTCAAGATATGTTCTTCTTGATTTTTCATGACCTTGTAACGGTCCTCAATTGACTTATTGGTTCCATTGGCCACATTCTTACCTGATCTGGTCCTAGGTGCTGCAGTCTTCTTACTCATCTTGCGACTTTTGAAAATAATGGAATGGTTCCTATTGCAAATCTTTATATCAAAGATAAATTTTAGCGCAATTTTTTAAGTCCAAATTTTATGAGATCGTAATCATCGATTATTGGCTAATCTCGATTAACCGAGTGTAATCATCGGTTATTGCGTAATCTCGATTAACCGAGTGTAATCATCGATTATTGCATAATCTCGATTAACCGGTGTAATCATCGATTATTGCATAATCTCGATTAACGAAGTGTATGTGCAACATATGCTATAAATATCGCAAGTTGCACTGCAGAACAAAGTATGAAAACGGTTGCATCTGTAATTCCGACAACATTGCCATCAGGAAATAACAAACCAGATAAGTGGCGCGTGCATTCTAAATGTGTGTTTATCAGCTCAGATGTCGAAACGAAATCTTCTTCGATTTCAATTATTTCATCCTCATCTTGCATTGGATTGCTTCGCCTATCACAAGGATTGCTTCGCCTATCACAAGGATTGCTTCGCCTATCACAAGGATTGCTTCGCCTATCACAAGGATTGCTTCGCCTATAGCCAAGCATATGAATTGCTCCGTAAAAAATTGCGCTACGAATTACTTGATGCTATTTATTTAATTAAAGCGTTATTTGTTGTTGGTACAATGAATATAAATACTGTTACAGTCGATCCAGCTCATCTCATTGATAAAAATGACATTGAAGCTGTGAAATATTTCCTCGATCATGTAAATTTGGATAATGATCAGGAAAATATTGTTTTTGTTAAAGATTTATTAGTGCACGCAATTGAGAAAAAGAATCAACCAATTGTTTGCTATTTGGTTACAAAATTTGGTCATCTTATTTTAAACGGACATCATGCAATCAAATTTTTCATTTATATGGCTTGCATAAATGGTTTTTTGGAAATTTTGCAATATGTTAATGATTTTGTAGATAAAACATTGATCACACCTGACTGTCTTTTAAGAGCATTGTCGCATGGAAATTTGAATATTGTTGAATATTTTGATCCCGAATCAAAAATTATGAGATCACATTTAAGCGAAGTACTTTTAGCATTAAATTCTGTTAGCAATGAAAATCTATTGACTGTGATAAAATATTTGCGCGAAAAGCAGATTTCACAAGACATGCAAAATCTACCACGTAAAATGCTACAACGTGGAAATTGTGATTGCATAAAATATTTGGTAAACAATGGCTATGTTTTAGATTTGGAAAATGATATGGATGTATTTATGTCAGCAAATTTTAATGCAAGCTCTTCAAATGAAAACCGAAGTCAAGATATGATAGTTTACTTGTTAACAAATGGTTGCAGGATCAGTGAAAAATGGATTATCAAACTTTTTAACAAAGCTCTCAATAATTTTGGGCCAGTAACTATTAATTGTATATTCAATTACATTGGGAAACCCGACATTAAAATTAATCCTTTATCATTAACAGTTGCAAATAACACATGGGATTCAACGTGCATGGTGTTTAATCATTTTACACGACGAGAACAGTTTAAATGTTTGCACCTCAGATACATTCCAAAACCCATCGCGCAGATTTTACATCCAAGATTGACAAATAGGAATTTCGTCAAAAAACATAATCTGTTTCGATCGATCCTGAAACCAAAATCTCTGCATATGCAGATAATTTTGATTGTATAAGAAACTTGTTTTGAAATTCAACCAAAATCTCTGCATATGCAAATGATTTTGATTGTGTGAAACAGAGAAACTTGTTACGAAATTCAACCAAAATCAATGCGAATACAGGCGATATTTTTATTTTAATCAAAGATCATCTCCGCTTAAAATAAAAATTGCCAATAATAAAATCTTGGCACCAAGTCCATTTGACATCAAGTAGTTTCAATGGAGTATTCTAAGGAAGCCATATTGTCTGATTTCGCTCTAGCCATAGAGAATGATAAAAATGAAACAATAAAGCTATTCATGCGCGAGTATCCTGGTTTGGTGTCATCTGGAGATATTCTTGAATATGCTGCAGAAAATGGTTTTATCAAAACACTCACATATTTTGTTGATATGGGTTATAGCGTGAAACGAAAACAAGATCATTATGTTTTAAAAGCTGCTTTCAAAACTGAAGTCCAATATCAAATTTTATCGTATTTGGAAATACTGCCCGAATATGGATATGCATTTTACAATGAAATATTGAAATGTGCAGCTGAAGACGATAATTTACGCATGCTTGCGTATGTTATGGCAACTGAAGTTCTACCAACAGATGAATGTTGCCAAATTTTGGCCGATGCAGTGTATGCAAATAGTAATGCTTTTTTCAAACAATTGTTATTGGAGGTGGAAGTGTCTATGGGAGAATTAGATGATGTTTTAAAAGCATGTCAGCAATGTAATAATTTGGAATGTCTTTATTATTTGATCGATAACAAATGGGTTTTCAATTCTAACAGCACAAATGAATTAGTTTATTATGCAATAGAAAATGCGAATATTGCTTTGATTAAACATATTAACAAAATCAATCGTCTTAAAATGGTTTCAATGGATTATTATGTAGAGTATGCTTGTAAATGCGAACAATTTGAGATTATTGAGTATTTAGTTTTTGCAGCTGGTGGCATGGCTCGATTTAATAATAGCGCTGTTATCGATTTTGTATTAGTTAGCAAACCTGTTGTTATTGAACTACTAGTTTGGTTGGGTGCTAAACCAAATGATGTATTGATGGGAGCACTACTTCGTGGAAATTTAAAAATGGTAGGTTTAGCTATGAAATGGGGTGCAAGTGCAAATGATGAAATGTTAGAATATGCTATTGAAAATGAACATAATCACATTGCAAAATTGTTAGTTAGTTTTGGTTGCAATCCACTTAGACAAGCTACATCATATTATTACATGATATGGAAGATCTCTGTGCAAATAAATATGTATTTTTTCGATTGTATGACAAAGAGACAACAATTTCTCCACCAAGAAATGTATAAATTTGCATCTAGTTATTTTCAGCATTACAGTCAAATAGTTGACAATCGACGCCAAATGTTGAGCAAAAAGCAAGTCAAAATTGTCAGACGCAGACTAGTCAAAACAAAAAATCATTCCAAAAATAATATATTGAAAGTAACTCTTCAACCAAAATCATTGCACATTCAAATGATTTTATTTGATTGAAATGCATTAGTTTTTATTAGCCAAAATCAATTTTGACTAATAAAAATGCGTACTTCGATTGACACCCTTATAGAGTTTTATTAAGCTCTATAAGATAAAAAATTGTCAAAATTTATTCATTGAAAGTTCCTATAACAGTAGTTAAGTATTCTCTACTTTAGAAAACTCTATCAAACAAATGATTTCTGTTAAACCCGCTCAAAAAGACGACTTCTATAGAAGTGCCAAAAGATTGGCGAAGTTCTTGAAAACCGGGGATAAAGCTATGCTGGCCTCTATCAAATTTATCTGCATGCAGCGTTTCTTTGAATTTGTTGACCAAGTTGATCAAACTTTGTTGGCGAACTTTCTCTTGTACCTTTCACAGGGTCCTTGGAAATGTGTCAGGAAACTCGTCAAGAAAATTCATGCCGTTCACTTCTCTGACAGTGCAAACTTGACCTTGCTTCACTACATTTGTGAGACTGTCGGAGATTCCAAGAGATTGGCAAAGATTTTTAATCTCCTGGACAGATACAGAGACAACGATCGTACCAAAAACGCGACCAAGATGCCTTTGTCGCACTATCTTGTTGTCTACAGAGAAGACGCAGAATGCATCTGCCAAGCCCAAAAACGCGGTCTTTATTTCGGGTTCAAGGATGGCAACGGCAAAAAGCCTATACAGTATGCAATCGAGCTCGGGCGCTTGGAGATCCTCAAACAGCTCTTGAAGACTACCAAGTACAGTCCCAAGACTTGTTTGAAGATCCGCAACATGGCAAGTGATTATGAATCATCACTTGAGGTTGTTTGCGACTGGGAAGACAAGCACTTGAATGCCTAAATTTCCAGAATTATCCTTATTTATCGAGATTGACATCCTGATAAATAAAAATTGATACCAAAACTACTTAATAAAAAACTAAACACTAATATTAAGCATCTACAAAAATGTTCTTAATTGGAAAATATGCACCAACAGATCCTGTACATTTTGAGTTTAATCAAGATGTCTTTAGCGAACTAAGACATATGTCCTTTTATGAAGACATTCCACATATTATCATCTCTGGTCCCAGAGGTGGAGGTAAGAAAACACTGCTGAGGTTCTTTTTGAGAGAATTATTTGATGATACAGTTGAGCACACTAAAAAGATTACATATCAAATTTCAGGTTCGAGTAAAAAGAATGTTGAAATCATGCAATCAAATTATCATATTTGTATTGAACCAAATAACAATAATCACGACAAGTATGTTCTACAAGAAATTATAAAAAAATATACAATGTACAGGCAATTTAATATTAATCCTGCAGCGCGTAAATTCAAAGTTATTGTTATTTACAATTTGGAAAATCTATCTCCAAGCAGTCAGGCTGCATTGAGACGAACAATGGAACGTTATGCAAAAACGTGCAGGTTTATTATGATTTGCAATAACTTGTCCAAAATATCAGACCCACTCAGATCCAGATCTAAAGTATTTTGTGTAAGTATGCCATCCACTGAAACAATTTCATATGTAATCCAAAAGATTTGTTTGCATGAATCTATCAAGATGTCCAAACCTTATTTGCAGAAAATTTTGGATTATGCCGACGGAAACCTTAAGAAAGCCATGTGGTACATCAACATGGAGCAATTTGGTGCAAGTACATCCAGTGGCTTAGATGAATCTTTCCATACACTATTGGAACTTATTCTAAGTGTCGGTAAAGGTCAACATGTAATTGATATCTTTAACCTAATCAGAACAAACATTTACACAATGTTAATTACGAATATCAAAGCATCTGACATCATTATTCAGCTTTTGGAAATGATTATTAAGAGAGTACCCGATAACAAGTTTTGTTTGGAAGTCATCAATTTCGCATCCGAAGCAGAATTCAACCTAATTCATGGCCGCAGAGATATTGTCCATATTGATTATTTCGTCAGTGAAGTTATGAGAAGTTTTGTTAAATATTGTCGTCAAGAATTGAAAACTGCGAATGGACATCATACTGTAAAGAAGATTTCTTCAAAATAATATTTTTATTAAAATAACGAAAATATTAAAAATTGCGCGTTCATTTTATCTAGGATTAAACTATTTTTTTCAAGAATCATTGGAATGGCTTTAACAAATCAGGATTTCTTTTTCGCGTATTTTGCCGCTGGTAAAAATGCCGAAGCACTTGAAATTCTGGAAACAATTGATGAGGTTGTCTTCACGAAAGACCAATTGGAAAATTTTGTAAAAAATATGGACGAGAGTTTTATGGTACATTTCCACAAATTTAATATTGATGTAAATCAGGTTATTAAAATTTCAAGAGAATTTCGATCAGACATAGCTAGCAGAAACATAAGATTTTTGTTTAAGTACGGCCTTGTTCCCAAAGATGAAGCTGTTTTGACAGATATCTTGGAAATATATTCGTTTTTCCCTTCGGATCAAATCAACCCAGATAAATTCAAAGTGAGAGTCCAATTAACACTAGATTATTTTGGTGTTATTGGCGAAAATGTTGTTGTCAATTTTTTCAAAAAATGCAGAAATAATTTAAGTAACCCAACGCACAATATTATAATGGATACTTTGATTGAATATACTAGTATTGATATTAGTGGAATTGTTAATGATCTTGCAAAAAATGTTAGTTTGGGTACCGACGCGATTACATGGTTGATTTCTAAAGCAGGTAATAAATTTGATGTTAATAAACATGCAATTCGGATATTGCTTGCACATTCTGAAGACCTATCAAAAACATATACTTCCAAAAAAGTAGTTGACATGTTATTGGAAAATGGTCTTGATTTGACAAACGATCTGATAATAGAATTTCTCTTAAGACTTTGTTTTGAAACAGATGTTGTTTACAAAATTCCAGAAGATGGGCCTTTTTCGTTTGGAGCGTTTGGTAATTATTGCAAAATATTCGATATGATAAATGATCAAGGTTTATATGTTGAGGCTGACCATCGTGAAATTGTATTTGATGCATTCACTACAAATTTGTATTATGATGGCAATGGTTGTATGACTGTCGAACATATGCATATGGCTTTGGATAAAATGTTAGATAGAGGATTTGATATCGTTGAACTTTTTGAAAAACAAACACAAGAATCTGATGATAACATCTCTTTGTATTGTTATAATTCTGACATTATGGATTACATTTTGGCCAAGATCGATATGCCATCTTTGCCAAAAACATGGCAATTAATGTCATTTTTGGAGAATGCTTACAGTGCATCTTCTCCAATTATTCATAAAATTTTAGCAGAATCGTTCGATGAATTAAGTGCGAATCTTGTTTATGTCGAATACAGATATTTATTGATGAATTTGTCAGGCATGAGTTTGAGATTATGTTTGGGCATAGTTTTAAAATCGGACCCAAATAAACTTTTAGATTTTGTTAACATTTATTGTGATAATAACGATAACGGTGACATTGAAACAATTTTTGATTTTTTTGTCGAAAATGATTTGGATACTACAAAAATCATTGCGCACTTGGGATTATGTGGAGATGTTGATCGCTTCAAATTAATTCACGATAAAATTTATGGTTCAGATACAAAAGCATTATACGATTTTTTATTACATGTGGCTAAACATTATTTTAATTACGGTTGTGCATCAATTGTTAAACCATTGATAAACTATTTGCTCGGAATTTTAACAGAAGATTTTCAACATGAAGTACGAAAATTATTTGATACTGAATACACATTAATTATCACATTGTGTAGGAAAATCGAAATGATCGATACACAATTAATAAAACTACTGACAGGAATAGAACCCGAAGAATTTTGGTCAATAACATTTTTCAAACTTGTTAAAATGGACAGGTGGCATGCAATGCATACACATTACATGTTGTCAATTATTGCACATGTAATGGAAAATGGGTTTGACGTACAACCTTATTTGAAAATATTACATGATAACCTTGCTCAAGAATTGACTTCTCGGCAACTTGGCACTAAGTTTGGTGATGTGATTAAAATTTTTATCGAAAATTCAGATTATGATTTGGATGAGGTTAAACAATTTATCATAAAATGCAAACCAAAAGCTTCGATCGAAATGTTTACCGAATATGAATCGTTTGGTTTGTTTTTCAATGAAACTGAACAAGAATATCTTATGATATGATTACTGATTAACAATCTAATAACATTTTATTGGATTGTTAAATTTAGCAGATTTAGTAGACATTACCTTGGTTTTCACTTTCGAAAGCCTCTCTATGCCAAGGTCTGCCACCGTGTCCATGTCCGGGTCCAGGAGTAGGAGGACGGCTCGGGGGTCTGGAGTGAGGAGGTGTGGAAGGTCTGGAAGGTCTATTGTAATAGTAAGGTCTGTAAGGAGGCCTGTATGGCAAAGGAGCGGGCCTATTTCCCCAGCTAGACCACCATTGAGGAGCCAACCAAGGATACTGGTTGTAATACCAGACTAGGTACTGGTAATAGTTAGGATCAATGGCCGACATGTTTGTAAATGCCTCAGCAGATTCAGGCGTTACATTAGGCGCTTCTGCTAACGCCTGCTGAGCTTGCGGAGATTGATCTATTGCATTTGCAATTTGTGTGGATCTTTGACTTTGATAATTAGTGTAAAGAAGCCAGATAATGATAATAGCAGCAATTGCTAAAATTACCAGCGGTAGTACGTCACAAAAACTCATATGCGCAATTACACTTAGTTAATATAAATTATATGGTAATTGACGATTACACTCCGTTAATCGAAATTGTGTAACAATTGATGATTACTATACATTCGTGATAAAAATTAAAAATTGCGGCCGATTATATCTTGGAGTGCACGTCCAGGATTTTGGAACTTATTCCAAGATCTGCGAAATGGCCTCAAAAATTATCATTAAAAAAAACAAACGCGGAGATTATGTAGCGGAAACTTATGTTAATGACAAAGATTTGGCAAATTCCAAGAAACAATTCGCTCCGAAAGTAGATGTACAACACGTACCCAGACCTACTGTTTTGTCTTATGACGAAGAGAATCTGCGTGCAAATCTTGAAGCAGAAATAGTTGCAGGAGATTTTTCCAGAGTCAATCTATTTTATAAACATTGTAAACAAACATACGATTGTTATGGTTTTGTTTTAGAATACGCTGCTTATCATGGTAACATGGAAAATGTGAAGTTGGCATTGTCTAAACATGCTGATCAAATTGATGTTGCTTTTAAAGTTGCCTGTCAACGAAATCAGTTGGACATTGCAAAAGTTCTCTTAAAAAAAATTTACGAAGGTTATAATCGCATGTCTCATGATCAAATCAAGTCAATGTTTGAATTAGCTCTAGTCTGCGCCCACCAGGAAAACCATGAAGAAATTTTGACATTTTTATACAAACAGATTGATGAGAACGGTGTTAATTGGTTGACGAAAGTGGTGCCAGTGTAATTTTTGTTTTGGATTGGTGATATGAAAATTAATAAATGAATATACATATCCATTTATTAATTTACATTATTTAATTAAGTCCGAGCTTGATTAAAAAATTGCACTCGAGTTTGTCTTAGGTTGGCTTCATGTAAGCAATAGTATTTCTATTCGATTCAAAATGAGTTCGAATTGGTTTACATCTTTTGCACAATATTTTCCTGGTGCATCGCTTAGAACAATGACAAAAAAAGATTTGGTTTGGTTTACCACATTTTCAAATGTGTTGACTGAAGTGCTATCCAAAAGATTGATTAGCCCGCTGGATATTTTGACTTTGCTTCAAACCACACCTCGAATGAAAAAAGTCTTGACGGGCTGCAAACAATATAACAATTGGAAAGCATCCGATTGTGATTGTGACAAATGCTATGTTTGCGCATTAAACAAATTGAAATCTAATGTCCCTGGATATCAAGATCGATTAGATGAATTATTTGGTTCGAATTTGGAAATTAATATGAGAACTAATTCGTGCGATTTAGGTGTATCACAAGACGTTGATGGTAGACTCAGGATGAAAATCGACACACTTCATCATCAAATCATTGATTGTCCTCAAGTGCCAAGCGTGATATTACATGTTGTATATTCCGAGGAATTATCAGATTTAGAGGAAGAAGACGAAATTCTTGATATTACCGTTAACAATGCAGATCGCGTAACTAGTTTAATTTGGGAATCTAATCTCGGACCAAATATCACTCAATTCACAAATCTAACATCATTGTGCATTAATAATGCATCAAAAGCCAACATTTATGTTGGACTTTCGCGTGTGTGCAATATTGAACTTTCAATTTTGCCACCCAATCTGGAATCATTGACTTTGCATAGCATCAGATTGTGTGGTTCGTTTTCTGAAAAAAGTTCTTTGAAACATTTTGTCATGTCATGGTACACAGATAAAAATATTAAGATTTGTGGCCAAACTTCCGAGATTGCCTTACCGCATACATTAGAAACGTTTGTGACAATGGATTGTACCAAGTACAAATTTGTTTTGCCACCGAATCTAAAATGTTTCGCAACCAATGTTACTGCAACAGGAACATTTCATGGGCAACATGGTTTTGTATCTGTTGCTCGTGATAAGTATTCAATTGTGAACACATCTTTGCCTGAGACTTTGGAAATTTTTGTGCAATTTTCCGAACCTATTAGTGCACACGGATTAAATAGCATTTATCATCATAGCAAAAAAATATTCACAAAGTTAGATGAGATTTATGTTTTGGGTGTCGATTTGGTCAGTCATATCAATGATTTCCATGGAAAAAAATATGTTGAAACTTTTACGCATTTGATCGACTTCAAATCTCCATATTTCAATCTACCTCAGAGTCTTCGAATTTTATGTTTGCACCACCGTGTGATCAATCCCCAAACCTTACCAAAATTAGAAACATTATGTACAACATTTAGATTGGACAGCATAAAAACTTTGCAGAATATTACTGCACCAAATTTGAAATCGATGATTGTTTATGAAGAAAATGTTGATAGTATTCATACTCTCCATTTTGCATTCAAGGAAAATTTTTCTGCCTTTATCAAACTCGTCGGTGAAAAGTACACCAAATTGCAACATTTTACTTTGTGGATTGATAGTGCCAAAGTAGCTAAATTAGATGTCATTCCTCTTGCATTGGTCCCAAATTTTTCAGTTGTTGTATATGGAATAGCATCAGTTGCACGCTGTCCATTTATTATTGACTTCAAGCGGACCATGATCATTCCAACAGAAATTACAAAGAAAGGCAAAGATAAAATAGGTGAATATACTTATCAAGAAATTTGTGATATTGAAACTTCTGTTGCAGATGTTATTCACGGTCGCATCAAGAAATTTTTAAAACAACAAAAGACACAACTAACAAATCAAGTTATTAAAGTATCAACATCAGTGGGGCTTGATTTGTGCACAATCACAGCACAAGGAATAAATCAATATTGATCCTTCTAACTTATGTTTACCAAAAAATTTGGCAAACATAATTGGTCATTTGTCAACCAGCCAAATAACTACATTTAACAAATTAACTAAATAATTAATTAGTGCAAAAATTGCAACAATAGTTTATTATTCAAGATAAGTGTTTATTGTGCAACCATTTCCAAAAATGGACCAGATATCGATTTTTTCCCATATTTTAATACAATGTATGATAAATGCATCTGGTATTGTTCTCAATCAATTGGATATACTTAGATTATGCAGAACAACACCACAAATTAGACGCAATATGATGGCAAATCGTAAATATAATACATGCTTTACAAAACCATGTTCATGTGACAAATGTGAAAACATTTCAACTGGGACTTATTTTAAAGTTTACCTTGAAAGAAAAGCATTTTTATCACAATTTTTTGAAAATGTGCACGAACTGAGACGACTTGACATAAAAGAAGGGCGCACATGGTACATTTCATGTTATATCCAATCTAAAATGTGGATTGAAAATGGTAATACGCTCCTAATTTTTGAGAAAAATTATGGATACAATATCGAAATTCTTCAACCAACACAATATCTGAAATACACTGATAAAAATTGGGATAGCAGAAAAATAATTTCTCTTACAATTCCAAATCCAGAACAAGTGTTATGTTTAGATATTGCGTCTGGTTATTCTATCAATAATTATGCAACTTTTACAAATTTGGTATCTCTCAAATTAAGTACATTTGGTCCAGATTCTACTGATGTTGTAGGAGATTTCTGGTTAGAATGTCTGCCATTGAGTTTGGAAACATTAAGTGTCAGAAATAAATGTTTCATAGGACAATTTAATGTCGGAGCGAAACTAAAACATTTGATTTTAGCAGGCGATCCAACTAGAAATTATAGTGACGCGATTAACTTGCCACTAACAGTAGAAACAGTTGTTATTGATAGATCTTTGCAAGTGGTTTGTAATTCAAATTTGAAATGTTTTGGTCGTATTTTACATGGTTATCGCGACAAAACGGACAAAAATTTCAGCGAGATCACTTTACCAAACGGGCTGGAAATTTATGTTCATATCTCCGGAGATTATGATGTCGAAGATAACCCATTTAGCAAAGTCAATGAAAAATATCTTCTAAAAAAAAAAATTCGTTACACATGTTATTCAATTTCAAATATGTGTTCGATAACTTTGCCACAGAGTCTGCGTATTTTGGCAATGAGTTTCGGCTCGATGACTTGCCAAAACTTGCCAAATTTGGAAACTATTTACACATTCGCTGGAAAAACAGCTAGAGCATCATGCTTCCAACATGTCATTAAAACAATTGACGCTCCAAATTTGAAAACAATGGTTTTGGACATTTTTGATATCAAGGATGCCGATCCAATTTTTAATCTTTTCAACACACGATACACAAACCCAATTTGCCATTTGATTTTAAAGGAAGAAGTGGTGAGAATATTCTGTCCAAAAGTAAATGCAAAAAATATCACTTGCGTAGTATCAGAAGTTGCTGTGAACACTTTCGTTAACCATGATTTCACTCCGTAAAAACTTCGGTTGAAGGCGCAGATTAATTTTTTCTAAAAATATTTTTGGAAAAAATTGCCTCTTAATTTACCGTTAAATCTAGACAAAAGTTAGAAAATATTTTAAGATGGATTACACATCAAGTTTCTCACATATTTTAGTGCAATGTATGATAAATGCATCTGGTATTGTTTTTGATCAACATGATGTATTTAGATTATGTAGAACAACTCCACGAATTAGACACGATCTGATGTCCAACAGAGAACGTAATATTTGGTTTAGGCTAACAACATGTTTTTGTGAAAAATGTCACTCGACAATTATGAGTATCGGCCGAGAAGTTTATGATGCAAAGGAAGCATTTTTATCAAAATTTTTTGGATCGGGAATCATGTTGGAAAGAAAATTAGATATTAAAGAGTGCTGCGTAGAACACCCGCAAACTAAATGTCAAGCACGGATAAAAACCGATGGTTCAATTTCTTTATTGGAAACTAACCACGGACATAATGTTGTAATTCTTTTGCCAACGTGGAGTTTAAATTACATAGATAATTCTTGGCACAATTCACCAGCAATTTCAATTGAAGTGCCAAATTATGATAATGTTTTACACATGAATATCAAATCAAATCGTTCTATCCGAAATATTAACGCGTTCGTAAATTTGACATTTCTTAAACTAATGCGAAGTGATCGCAGTTCATACAAGCAAAAAATATATTTAGAAGATCTGCCACTAAATTTGGAAACATTTATTTCCACAAATAACAGAACCAAAGGCCAGTTTAACGCAAAAATAAAAATAAAACATCTAATTCTTACACATGATCCATTAAGAGCTTATGCTGATGTAATTTATTTGCCGGCTACAACAGAAACTGTTGTAATAGATAAGTCGATACAGATTATTTGCAATTCAGATTTGCGCTGTTTTGGACGCATTTTGTTTGGTGATCATGACAAAGTTGACAAAAATTTTGCTGAAATTACTTTACCGAATGGTTTGGAGATTTATGCACAATATTGGCGTGCAACTCTAATTTCAGATTCGGTTTTTAGCAAAGTAGATGGAGTTTATTTGCTTAAAAATTTTCGTTATGAATTTTGGTCTCCATATCATAGTACAGTGGACTTAATCTTGCCACAAAATCTGCGTATTCTTGCGACTGTTTTCAGCTTCAGCAAAAAATGTTATTTACCAAATCTTGAAACTGTTTACACATTTGTTAGCAAAAATGTTAAAGGATCCCACTTTAATAACTTTATTGAAATGGTCGACACTCCTAATTTGAAAACTATGGTGTTGTATTTGCAAAATATTATAAGTAGTACTGATCCAATTTTCAAACGTTTTGATAAGCGATTCAAAACTCCAATTTGTCACTTGATTCTTGAAGAAGAAATCAAGAGAACTTTTTTCCCAAAAGTCAATGCAAAAAATATCACCAGCATAATGTCTGATTCCACTAAAACTACATTTGCCAGCAAGTAATTTTTTCCAAAGAATCTTTAGAAAAAATTGCAATTTCAACCAGCTGTTCAACATCAATAAAAATTGTCAGTATTCCACCAAATATGGATCAAATATCTGTGTTTGCACACATTTTAACGCAGTGTATACTAAATGCGTCTAAGATTGTTTTCGTTCAAAGTGATATATTCACGTTAAGCAAAACAACTCCACGAGTCAGATTAGCAATTATGGCAAATCAAGAACGAAATGTTTGGTTTAGTTCAAAATCATGTTGCAAAACATGTCGTGATTTTATACCCGTTGACACAGCCACATATTTAGCAAGAAACGCGTTTTTATCCCAATTTTTTGCAATAAATTTACCATCGATGATAGAATTAAATGTGGAAGAACAACTTGCATGGTGTGCATCTGCGTGTTACATAATCAAAAAGAACGATACTATTAGCTTATCTATCTACAGAAATGCCAGTGTACCTAATGTGATTTCATTGCTTCAAACGCCAAAAATTTTTGAATACGAAGATCATTTTTGTGGTCGCTCACGAGAACTTTTATTTGGAATACCTGAACCTCAACAAATTTTACATGCAACAATAATAACAAGACACGTTGTAAACATCAAACTATTTTCAAATTTGATATCACTCAAGTTGGGAATATTTGCACCAAGTTTCATTGATGATGTTGGCTATTTAGCGCTTGAAGATCTGCCAATCACACTGGAAACGCTAAATGTCAATTATAAACATGTAAAAGGTCAATTTAATCCAAAAATTGAACTCAAACATTTGCTGATCACAAATAATAGAACAAGACCTTGCGATGATCCAATAATTTTGCCTCCAGTTTTGGAAACTGTCACAATTGATGCGTCTATTGAGATAATTTGTAACGCTAGTCTACGTTGTTTTGGACGAGTTTTTACCATTGATTTGGACCCGGTAGGGAAACCTCTTGTGGAAGTCAATCTGCCATCCGGGTTGGAAATTTACGTTCATTTTCAAAACTATTCTCAAGCTGAAAATATTCCATTTATTAAGTCGGACGGGGTCTATGTTTTGAAAAATTTTTGTCATTATTATTCAAATTGCTATTATAGGACTTTGAATTTTGTTTTGCCATCAAGCCTACGTATTTTAGTTTTAACAATGACACCAATTAATGAACAATATTTGCCAAATTTAGAAACCATCTACGCCACAATTCATTATGATTTTGTTTCTAACGGGAAATTTGTTTGTGCACCAAATCTAAAAACCATGCGATTAGTTGTTTCGCCAACGATAACAGATATGAATCCAGTATTTGAATTAATTAATAAAAATTATCCAAAGCCAATCAGTCACCTAATTATAGAAAGAGGTGAAAAACAGACATCTTGTCCAAAAGTCAATGCAAAAAATATTACTTGCATATCATCCGATTTTTGCGAACCAACAATGTTTGTTAATCATGATTTCAGCAAGTAATTTTTTCCAAAGAATCTTTAGGAAAAATTGCACACCAGCAATCTCTGCCAGAGCTCAAGTGTAAACTGATGATATTTTACCACATAACAGACCAAATGGCAGCATCAAATCGGGTATTTGAAACAGTTCTCATCGATTGTCTTATTAATGCATCAAATGTTAGCCTACATCCATTTGCACTGCTAAGTTTGGCAAGAACAACGCCCAGAATTAGACAAGCGCTGATTAATAATCGTGCATTCAACAAATGGATTCAACCAACATGTAACTGCAATCTGTGTAGAGGTAAAGGTAGACGAATTAGCGATATAGGAAAATACAAACAATTTTTGTCTCAGTTTTTTGGTTTGGGAATTTTGATAGAAAAAACACAAACATCACAGGAAGGGTCTCGTAGTGACTCGATCCCTCTAGAATCGAGCAGGTCGATTCTTTCGGTGTCCTTATTCAAAAGTTACACCAAAAACTTAGATGGACATGGGAATCAGCTATATTTGGAAATGAGTCCCAATCTAAAAAATCACGATATTGTGGAACTGGCTATTAGATCACCTGTTTCGTTTCAATATATGGATAACTTTAACCAGATGGCAAAAGAACAACAAACTGACCAGGTCCTGGACATTCTTGAACCAGATGATATCCAAGAATTTTTGTTGATCGATCCCAGAAAGTTTGTTAATTGGACTAATTTTAAGAGTTTGGTTTCGCTGTCAATTTTCTTCATGAACTGTAAACAGTTTGATGTTGGAGTTTTTCCTCAAACATTGGAACTACTGAGAATCATACCCACTATCAGAACAAAACGTGTGATTGAAGTTGATGGTCCGCCGCACAGAAATTATCATGCAGTTATCGCAAAATTGTCCGGATCACTTGAAAATCATACTGCACTGAAGCACTTGGTTATTATCGATTGTGAATATGGCTCAAATTTTGTGCTTCCTGCCCGATTAGAAACGTTGGTATCAGACCACACAGAAGGTCTTGATCAGCTTACATGTCTAAAATGTTTTGCCCATATGGTTAGCAAAACAACTCAAACAACATTTGTTCTGCCAGCGAATTTAGAAATTTATGTGCAGTATCTGAGCGACTTTGTTATTGATGATGAGAAGATTTTTGTTTCGAGTGAAGTAAATGGTAGCAAATGTTATTCATTAGCACCAATAAATGACATGCGCAGTTTTCTCGATAATGTTCACAAATTTCGCGTTAAATTAGAATTTGATCTCACCTTGCCATCAAGTCTTAGAATTTTATCTGCGATTTCAACATTCAAATCACAACAAGTGTTGCCTAATTTGATCGAGTTGCATACTTTCTTGATTCCTGGTGGCCAAAACCAAACAATAAATACTTTGGCTGATGCAATGACAAAAACTTGGTCCATGCCCAAGTTGCGAACTTTAGTTTTCACAGATGTTGACGAATATTCCAGTGCGCATGATACGAAAACTATTATGTTGCAACGTGAAAGACAACCTCGATTGACTGCAGTCAAAGCCAACGCCAAAATTGTTAGAGAAACGCTGGACCTGGTCCCAGTCGATCTCTATCATGTGATTTTGTATTTGCCAGTCGGACTTATGCTAAACCAAGAACTACCTTTTGTCACAACTGCGCAAAACAACTCCATTCACCTGTATAAAAATTGGGATGATTTTGATTGTGACCAACATGATCTGCGTGACTCCATTTACACAGATTGGTCTGATCCGGAACAGGGTAAGTACATTTTCGCTGAAGCTTGTAAAAATCTCAAAGCTTACATCACATCAAAAAAATATCTTTTACAACAACACCAACATATTTTGGTTACAAGATGTGGACTGATTGATATGTTGTATGCGTCCAGATCAGTGGATAAGAATGGTCAACCTTGTAACAAGTTCACCTATTCGAAGAGAGTGAGATCGGATAACGACTTTTAATTTTTTCAGAATTTAATCGAAACGAAGTTTCAATTAAATAATGTAAATTGACAATCAGTTGTCAAACTGATTGTCAATTTTCCAAAAAATCTTTTTAGAAAAAATTGCGATAAATTTTCAATTGAATTAACTTATTATAAGGTTAGTACTTCGCTCTTACAAATGGAGACACATAGTTACTCGATACCTTCGAGGTCTGTTTCATTTTCAACTTTCTCAAATGTTCTGACGGAAATTCTTAAAAAAAGATTAATCAGTCCGTTTGAGATCCTAACCTTGGCTCAAACTACTGCATCGGTGAAAAAAATATTAGTCGAATGCAAACAATACAACAATTGGAAAGGGTCAACATGCAGTTGCGATGCATGTTATATTTGCACATCAAACAAATTAAAATCTGTCGATCCTGATCACCTTGAAAGATTGGATGAATTATTTGGAACAAATTTGGAAGTTGATATGGAATTTCCTGATCATAAAATGTCTTTGGGAATCGATGGGGAACTCAATATGGAAATTGGAACCGTGTATAAAAATATAATCACTTGTCCAAAAGTACCAAGTATATTTTTGCACGTTACACATCAACAAAAAACCAATTCGCAATCCAATGTTATTATAAATGAAACGCAACGTGTTCACCGATTAATTTGGGAATCAAATTTAGCATTCGATCTCATGCATTTTACAAGTCTCGTGGAGTTGACTATCTGTGATATTCGTGAAAACATGAATATAAATCTTTCAAATTTACCACCAAATTTGATATCGCTAACTTTGCATTGTGTGCGCGTGTTTGGTACTTTTTCTCAAGAATGTAACCTGAAACATTTTGTCTTTTCGTGGTTTCATAACGGTACCATTGGCGCAAAAGGCATATGCAATCTTTATTTACCACAAACTTTGGAAACATTTGTAACAATGGATTGCAACTACAATAGATTTATTTTGCCACCCAATCTCAAATGCCTGGCTATTAATATTACTGGCACCGGAACATATTATGATACTATCACAGGCGAGGTGAATTATATTGCGAAAAGTTCAATTGTAAATGCACAATTGTTGCCAAATTCGCTGGAAATTTTCGCGCAATTTTCAGAACCCGCTGGATTTTGGCAACAACATCATAGCATATACCATCATAGCAAACGTATTTTCGCTGAGGTTAATGAAACATATGTTTTGGGAGTTGATTTAAATGAACATATGAAAAACTTTTGCAAATATTCAAAAGATGAACATTTTGATCACAATTGTGTACATGGAATCTATTACGAAAAACTCCCAACTAATATTAGAATTTTATGTTTACATCATTGCGTTGATAGCCTGCAAAATTTACCCAACCTGGAAACTTTGTATATGCATTTCAGATTGGGCTACACAAAAACATTAGCTAACATCTGCGCACCGAATCTAAAAACAATGTACGCATTTGATGGACGCACACAATCCTATTTTAAAAATTCGCCGATCGATGAGTTGATTCCATTCACAAAATTAGCGGACGAAAAATTTGGCAAATTGCAGCATTTTGTATTGTGGGTGAATATCAAGAAAATTGATCAAATCAATATGATTCCATTTGCTTTGTCTGTCCCAAATATTTCTATTGTTTTATACGAACGTGCATCAACGGTAATGGTAAACATCCCGGCTTATGTTGTAGAAAAACAAGTCGCTCTCCAACCACTAAATCTCAAGATTGACATGATCAAAGCTCGGATCGCAAATTTTTTGAATAAAAATTTGTACCCACGAGTTTTGCAAATTATCAAAGTTTCAAAATCAACTGGGCTCGATTTGTGTTTAATTAAATGTGATGGAAATGTGCTGCAAGTATGAATTTTGGGTCTGATAATTGTAATTTTTTCTGGAAAAATCTTTTTAGAAAAAATTGCAAACTCAACCTCTTGTCAAACCTCGTGATAAAATTATGTATTTATTTGAACACAATCAAAATGAACAATAAATTGTTCACCGACGTGATTGTGGAGTGTCTTATTAAAAGATCTAATATTAGACTAAATCCATTTGCTTTGCTAACGATTGCCAGAGCATCAAAACATACGCGTACAGCATTAATCGCTGCAAAAAATTTTAGTGGGTGGATCGATGCCAAATGTTTTTGTTCCAGATGCAAAAATTTTGACAGAGTGCCAACAGAATATCGCCAATATTTATCTCAATTTTTTGGTTATGGTATTCCGACAAAATTTGAGTTTAAAGATCCACTAAAATTCATTTTCGATTGTATTGTGGTTTCACTTGATCACAGATCCAACATTTCTTTAGAAATGAATACATTGGCTAACATTGTTGAAGTAGTTGAATTTCCAAAATCTGATGGAACACAGACTGTCGCAAGACCTTCAGCGGTCAAATATTATGACCATTATGTGGGCACCGGTAGTGGTATTTTGCGCATATTAGGTGCGGAATCTGTTGAAAATTTTTGGATAAAAACAACTAGACCGTCTATTAATTGGGAGAATTTCCAAAGTTTGTCAGTGTTGAGTTTGTTCTTCACAAAGAAACACAAATTGGATGCTGGAGTTTTGCCTTCGACTCTGGAAAATTTGACATTGGCAGGTGTAGATGTGGTTGGTAATTTCACTTGTTACAAGATGAAACATTTCAATGTCAAAAATTGCAATTTCCAACATAATTTTGCATTACCGGAATCATTGGAAACACTAATTTCATATACTTGCGAGAATTTAATATTACCATCGAACTTGAAATGCTTCGGTCACCAAATTAACAGTGACTCGCGCAAATCTTTTTCATTGCCACAAAATTTGGAAATTTACGTACAATATCCTACCAATAGGATATGGCCAGGTAAATCACCTTTTTATTCAGCAGAAATAGATGGTGTGCAACGTTATTTCCTAAGAGAATCAGATGAACATAGATTTGCTTTCTTGTGGTTACTCACACAAAAAGAAATCAAATTTGATGTCAAACTCCCACAAAGTTTGCGCGTTCTTTCAGCATTCAGCACTTTTACTGAACCACATTCTTTACCAAATTTGGTGGAACTGCATATTTTTTTGATCTGCCAAAAGGATGCCATTGTAAATTCTTCCATCACCGCTGAATGGGCAATGCCTAATCTGCGAACTTTAGTTTTTACTAATGTTAAAAATCCTTTGCCTGGTCCTGATCCTGCCGAAATGGTAAAACATGTTGATCTTATCGCTAACATATTCGCAATGATACCATCAAAATTATATCGTGTCACTTGTTATTTTCCCACCGAAAATATGTTGTCTGGAAAAATGCCATTTATTCCAACAGCCAAGAATACCACAATCCATCTCTACAAAACTACCGCAGAATTTGATGCCAAAGAAGAACTATTCAAAGGTATTGTTGGGGTATCAAATAATTTATATCTAGCTAATGATTCCCAAAAATATTTAGAAGCCTTCATGGAATCACAAAATATCACCCTTGAAGTAGATCAATATATTTCAATCACAAGATGCGGTCTAATTGATATCTTAGCTGTTAAAGGTAGTGTGAATGAAAATGGACAACATTGCAATAAGTTTGCGTATTCGCCGCACACAGTTTTTGATAAAAAAGAATTACATGGACTCAGACCCGAATAACATGTCCAATTTTTCTTAAATATTTTTTGAGAAAAATTGCGCTATGTTTATGCTGAATAACTTAACTTATAACAAAAGTAGTCCATTACATCATGTTTGCAAACGTTCTCATAGATTGTCTTATTAAAACATCAAATGTTAGTTTGCATCCATTTGATGTTCTAAGACTTTCCAGAACAACACCAATGATTCGCAGAAAGTTAATGGCCAACAAAGCATACAATCGATGGGAGCGCCCAAATTGTGTATGCGGTAAATGTCAACAATGCACAATTTCGTTCGGACCTGCTACAATATTGTATCAACAATATTTATCGCAATTCTTCGAGTATGGATTCAAAATTGGAAATACAAATTTTGTGCAAGGACAAATTCGCCTGGATCAAGATATTGGCACATGGAGAAACTTTGTTGAAATATTAGATGGACATGATTCTCGCAAAGTTCACTTGGATATGGTTTATAGGCCTGGAATTAATGTTGTCAGATTAGCTGTTGATTCACCTTATTCTTTTGCATATATTGATGATTCAAAAACCGGTTCGTATTCTAAACCAATACAAATCCTGGAACCTGAAAATATTGAATGGTTCATATTTATCAATGCAAGACTTTTTGTGAATTGGTCTGATTTCAAAAGTCTCACTTGTTTAGTCCTGAATTTTTCAGAATACGTCGGTGAACTCGATGTTGGAGTTTTTCCTTCGACAATTGTGGATTTGAAAATTATGCCCACAACAGGTTATATGCCTCATGATCATGTTGCCAAATTGACTGGATCATTTAGTAAATGCGCTGTATTAAAGCGCATGCACATCATTAAATGTGCCTATTCTGAACTTTTTGCATTACCTCAACATCTGGAAGTGCATGTATCAGACACTCATACTGGAATTAGCGCGCTGGAAAAATTAAAATGTTTCGCACACGTGATCTCCAAATATGGCACCTTTGCATCGGTTACTTTGCCTGCCAATTTGGAAATATACGTTCAATATGCGAATGCACTCTCGTTGCCGAACTCATATGAAAAAATCTTTTCCACACATATTCTCAATGGATCAACTAAATATTTATTGTTAAGAATGGACAAAGTTTACGATCATTTTCGAGGGGTCCATGGCAGCCAATCAATCCATGGTGGACAGAAATTTAACATTAAATTTCCACCTAGTCTTAGAATTCTGTCAGCGATGAGTATTATTGATCAAGAACAACATTTGCCCAACTTGGAAGAATTGCATGTATTTCATACTGGTTATCATAATACTTTTACTTTTGCCATAAAAAATAACTGGACCATGCCCAAATTGCGAACATTGATTTTTGCAAACATAATCAATTGCAAACAAATTCCCACAATATGCGCAGGTGAAACGGTGAATGAAATATTTGAAAAAGCTCTAGATATGTTACCACCGAATTTGTATCACATTATTTATTATCTTCCTGTCGACATCATGCAACATGGCAAGTTACCTTTTATTACAACGGCAAAAAATACGACAATTCATCTTCACGATAATTCCATTTTACATTATCATGCTTATCCTGTTTTACCACAAACTTTGCACAATAAAGTTCGCGATTGTGTGCATTCATTCCTTCAATCAAAACACATTATTTTGAGAAGGGACACCGAAAGAAGCTTGTCTTCTGAAGGGATCGAGTCACCAAGGGACACCGGAAGAACTCTTAGTTCTGAAGGGATCGAGTGGCCACAAGATCAACATATTCTTGTTACAAAAGATGGTTTGGTTGATTTATTTGTCATGTAAATTTAATGTTAGTTCAAGCATTTGAATTAATATTAAATTTGTAGTTTATGGATTGATAGTTGTTCCAATGTTTGGTATTCTAATTCTGTCACTGATGATGTAAGTATCTTTATTTAATTTGTTTGGCAAACCATTAATGAGTTCGACTTGCCCAACAGGATAGTTTGTTTCGTAATCATAAATCATACCGTTCTTTGGATAATACCAGTAAGGATATGGTTTGGAATAGTTTTCATCAGATTCACCACCGAAAGGATCCAATTTGTAAACACCCATAACTTTTAGGACTTTTATGCGCTCAACAGATGCATTTGTGGCATGTAGACCTGAATCAAATTTGGTATCATCTCTGATGTCTTCTTTGTAAGCAGGTCCAATGTACTGAGCTTTAAGACTGGATTCGGGGAAGGAAAAACATTGGTATGATTGAGATATCTGATTGTGTGCTTTGAAAAGGCCACAATCCACAGCTGCTTCTTTCATTGCATTTAGGAATGATGCATTCAAGTTGGCATTTGCCTTAGCTCTATCTTCAATATATTCATCAGTAGATTGGATCATGTTATCCCCTTCGCTCCTGATAATCGGTTTAGAAACTTTGTAAATGTACACATTCACCGTTCTTTCGGCTTGTGGTAGATTTTTATGTGAACATTGTCTAATACCTCTGCCGATAACCTGCAAAATTCTAACCCAATTCCAATGTGGTTCCAAAATATGTTCTTGTCTGATATCGTATAATTGAATACCTTCTGTAGCTGATGGAGAAAGCAAGATTACTTTGCAACGCTCACCATACATATTTTCCTTAGTGTTAAACATATCTTTTGTTCGAGCTCGATCTTCAGGATCAACTCTGCCATGATATTCACAGAAACCTTTGAATGGTTTACTCACACTGTAATCATCATAGCCAATCAATCTAAAGTAAACTTTTAACATGTCAATACCTTCCATAACTACATAGTTAGTGTAAATCATGACCTTTCCAGGAGAAACATATGTGGTAAAAACAATAGCTGTCATCTTAGGACTTGATGCGTACATTGCATCAAATAATTTTGATTTACGACTGTCACCCAAATAGTAGTTCAAAAATTTTCCTCCAAATGTTGTATTAAAACCATTATTAAATGTTTCCAAATCATTGAATATTGTGTGTCCAGTACTAACATCTTGTTTATGGATATTATTAAAATAATTTTCTGTTTCACGCACAAAAGTTTTGATGTCCTCATTGTAACGATTTAGAGCATCACGCTCTTGGTCAGATTGTTTGACATTATCTGTAACTGATGTCAAAATCTTTCCTTTGGCGTAATCTTCAGCGACTTTGTCAGTGATCTTGTAGTAAGATGGTCGAGGACGAAGTTCACCATTGATTTTGCCATTTACAAAAGGAAAAACAAAATTAGACGCTTGTCTGGTATATGTTCTGTAAAGTTTAGATTTGCGTCCAGTTTTGATTGCCTTTTGTTGAATTTTTTCTTCAAGCATTTCAAAAACTCTGTAAGTATTATATTGGTATTCAGACATTGGAAGTGTAACATAATCTGTGATTTCTTTTGCATATAAATCAGGTGTTGCACCAACATAATAAGAAACTAAACCTAGTATGCGACGCTCAAATAAGTTCTTTTTACTGGGATTTAATTCTGGATAAGCTGATCTTGTAACAAAAATTCTGTTAAATTCAGCTTCGGAATTGGGGAAAATTTCTGGCCTAAGCAAATTGAATAACAAACTCAATTCAAACGGAATATTAATAACCGGAGTTGCAGAAATTAACACAACTTTAGTTCCAGGCTGTTCGCGTTTATTTCTGTAAATGTAATCGTAAATCGTAGATGCACGTTTTCCGGACTTTGAATTTATGTTAGAATAGACATTACGAATGAAATTATGTGCTTCATCAATAATATACACCATAGGTTTAGAAACATCTAACTTTTTGATAATGTCCATAAAATTTTTATCAGCATAAGGTGAATCATAATGAACGAAATTAAGCGATTCATATGCATTTGGTGCACTATTTTGTTGTGAATTTTCCAAATCAGTTTTACCCAACCAATCTGCTAAATCCTTTTCCCAAGGATCTTTTCTGAGTGAAGCCTTAATTAAAATAATAAAGTTGTAATTATGATCGTAATTGTAAAGAATATTTAACAAATTGATTGCTGTAGCAGTCTTTCCTGAACCCAAACCATGATATAACAAAATTGAATTATATGGTGTTCTTGGACCTAAATATTGGCCAACAAATTCTTGATACAAACGCAGTTCTAATTTAGTTTCGACATTGCATGGATCTTCGTTTTCGCGGCGAAAGATTTCAGGTAGTTTGTACTTTTTAAAGTTGTGCAAAATCCATTGCGGAAATATTCTGCCGTTGGCTTTCAGATCAATAAATCCTCCGGCAGTGTCATCTTTTGGAAGATTTGTATTCAGTCTTTTCATTTACGTTATATTATTCAATGATATTTTAGTTAGATGGTATCTAGTTAAAATATTGGCTTAAGGATCACGCATGTTACCGATTGAATCTATCAAAATCGTTTTAATAGTAGTCTCATCAATGTTTTCTGATAACAATTTTGGATTCACAAACATTTCATTCGAACAAGTTCTAAAGAAAATATCTTGTTTGTAATCGGATATTTCGCAAATATTAAGATACTCGCCATTGATGAGATAACTTGCACCAGTCCAATTTACGAGTAACTTTTTGAGATCAACTTCAGAAGCATCATCAACAAATCGCATAATAAATTCAGTAAAATTTTGCAAAAAGGTAGAATTTTTCTTTTCATCAGCGACTATGCATTTTTTCAAAAGCTTTCGGTCGATAACATAAGGTCCACTAATGAAATAATCAACCGTTGGCATATTCATTTGTTCGCGATTTTTGATGTCAAATGTTGAAATGAACCCTTCTGCAATTGAATTGACATATGTTTGATCAATTTTCAACATAGATTTCAAACAATCTTCATATGATTCATAGCCATATTCTTCCATAAAATTTGGATCAGATTTGCATTTGGCCATCTGTTGGAATGTTGAATTATCTTTCATCTTAGCAAAGTATTCCAGATCTTCAGTTTTAGGATTAACAGTCAAAGCCCAAATCAATGATAATGGTAATCTAATTGGCAAAGATGCACGCATATCAACAATCCATTTATGCAAAAAATAACCAAGATCCACAAGTTCATCTGTCGGCATTGATTCTAGATTCTGGAAAATTGTAAAACAACCATCTTGTTTGAGGAATTTGGAATAAAATTCATTGATAGCTGCGGTGTAAAAATCCCTATTAACACCTTCACCATAAGCTGCAATCGATCTACGGTGTCTGCCATTTCGTGATAATTTTGCGGGGGCTGTATCAATGTATCTGATTGATGGCAAAACATTGGGGTCATTTAGATTAAAAATATTCTGTAGTTGACTAAATGAACTTTTTGTTATTCTCACATCGAATTCAATACTATCACTATGTATGTTAATAAACTGAATTAAGTCTTTCCTAATTGTTGTAGTTGTTAGTGGTTTTTTGAGTTCCATAATATCAACACCATTTGCGCCAACAACAAAATACATGTCATTCGCTTTGACAACATATTCATATGCTCTTGGGAACAGAATTTCCTGAAGATTTGCGATATCTGTAATCAAGTTGCTGTATTGTGTTGGAACCAAAAAGTTAACATTTTTAAAATTAGTTGCGCAGAACTTGCCGACTGACATTGCAAAATTATCTGCACATTGCACAATTTTAGTCTCATGCAAAAATTCAACATATAACATTTTGTAATTTGGTTTGGTGTTGGAATCACTAACCGAAACCAAAAGCATACGATGATCTTCGTTGAATATTTTTCTTGCATGTAGATCATGGAATTCACCTTCAAAAAGTACTGCAGGATGAATATTTGTCATACCATCTTCATTTTCGTCCGTGATCACAAACAAACATGTAACATTTTTTTCAACAATATACTTTGTAAAATACAGTAAATTACTTTGCCTTGTGTGATAGTTAATGCCATTGGTATTAATATCTGCAATAACTTTGGATAATGTTCTTGTACAAAAATCGTACAAATACAAATCTGTATCTGTTGCTATGTAAAGCTTATGCGAAATTTGGAAGAAAATTTTGTCGAAATCAATTTTCAGATCAGTTTCAAAATAATATGTTTCAGAACCATTCACAAGAAAATTGTAAACATTCTTATTACGAAATCCAATAAATGAATTGCTGATGTAGATTTCTTCATAAGCAAAATCTACATGCAATTCTAAACAAATTGACGCCAAAGAACCTGGCGCTTTGTCTACCCAGTAAGGACCAACTCCACTATAAAATAATGGCAAATCAGAAGCGTCAATTAGTAAAATGCGTGTCGTTTCACCATCTTTTTTCAAAAAAGCGATAAAATCATCATTTATTAATTCCAGACGGTCGACGTTTTCACACACAAGTTTAAATTTGGGTTCAAAATAATGTTTATCAACAAAATTATCAACAAATGATGCATATGGCTCCGTGGAATCATTCAGCATACCGTATAATTCAGCTGAATACACATTTTCAAAAACATTTTTTCGTTCTGATGAATTACTGTCGGTTGATGAATTACTATTAATCAATAAATTAACTCCACTGATCACACTAGCAACAATTGCCATGGCTGCATCTTTGTATTCCTGTCGATCGTCAATGTGTTTTAATTCCTCTGATACTACATCCAGAATAGATGCGTTGACATCCAATGGAACAACTGGCTCGGTATCGATTTCATAATTTTGGTGCGTTCCTCGAATATTTTCTTCAGCTTCCAAATCTTGATCTTCCCAATCAGGATTTTCTGATTCAGGTTCAGTTGAACTATCATCATTTGCCAAATATCTAGGCTGTAATTGTGCAGGTTGTCGACGGTAGATAGTATTATTCGCAAGAATATCTACAGGATCAATCTCCATGGGAGCCACACTTTCTTCATCAATTACAATTGCACGCAATACAGCTCCAGCTGCAACATTATGTGTACTTCTCTCAGCTAATCGTTGTGTTAGTGTATCACTGTGTGTCGATGAAGCACCATCTGATTCAGCATCAGACATCATATGGTTGTAATATTGGGATGCGGTATACAATTTACCTTTTAAAGTCTTGAAATAAAGTAATGAATCAGATGCACCATGTGTTATAATTTCATCATCTGGATCCAAAATAATATTTGTGAATACTGGTTTTGTTAATTTTTCATCAGAAATATCCGTGATGTAATGAGTTAAACCCCAATACCAAACACCATTTTCATTATCTTGAATTAGAATATCGCGAGCATTTGATTGCAAAATCTTTTTAATGGAAATTGATTCAAAAGGTTCATCTCCATCAGTTTCTGTGGTGGGTGGAATTCTGACTTGTCTTCTCATGTCGAATACTTATAGGATTCCTAAAATTAAATTAGAACATTTTAAGCCGCAATTTTTTAAAAATTGCAACATTAAATAATCTAGTAGGTCATTTTATTAGATTATTTTACAGGAAAATGGAATTAGAACAAGCCGCCATATCTGGTGATCTGGATTACATTAAACAACACATCCCATGTCAACACCAATTATTAATCATACCGTCTCAAAATTTGCAAATCACAAATGGATTATCAATCCATAATCAATCAGCACATTTTTGTGTACCATATGCAGGTACAATGTCTACCAATTTTACAATAAATTACACACATTGTCCAAATACCGGTGATTCAGTGAATTTTAATTTAAATGGTGGTGTGGGTTATTCGTTGACAAACTTTTCTTCAAGTTTAACTGCAACAGTTTACACACCATTACCGCCTATCGGATCAGATCTATTATATCTTGCTGCAAGACATTCCCAGATGGCAGTTTTTGCATATTTGTGGGATTTGGGTTATAGATTATCATCCAGTCAAGCATCATATGCTATGCTACAATGTGCCACATATGGTCATTTAGATATGCTTGTACATTTAGCATTTCTTGGTCATAAATTAGACAATACTTCGCGATATACGGCAATTAATAAATGTATTGCGGGGAATCATATTACAGTTTTGGATTATTTTATTAGTTTGGATAATTATGTTCCTGGTTCTAACAGCACTTATTTATGTTATGCGCTTTCGTGTAACAATTTGTTAGTTATTAAACATCTTGCAAAACGAGGGCATGTAATTGGATTATCATATGCAACGCTCGCTGCAGGATCCGGTCACGAAGAATGTATAATTTGTCTTCTGGAACATAACGCAATAATAAATTTTGATTCGATTTATGCTCAGATGAGCATTTTGAAACCCAGTATTACCTCGGGCTCGATCAAGATTTTGACCTACATGATAACCAATTGTGAATATATTGACGACAAATGTGTGGTTGAATTATGTGTTAGACGCATGACAATTGAAAAAGACGACAAATATCGTAAATTTTTAGTATGGGTTTTGTGTGGATTTATTTGGAAATTAAAATCTTCTAATAATTTCAACTTGACAAATTTCGAAAAAACTATTTTGGACGATTGCCAAAGACAAGTAGCAAAACTAAAAGTTCAACATCGAAGATTTGGTTTAAAAATTAGTGTTTTGAAGCGCATATTAAAACCGCAAAGTTTGTCTATTCAAATGGTTTATTTTTAATTTGATTACTAATTTAGCAATCAGATTAATCATTAAATGAATCATCTAAAAGGTTCAATATAAATGGCTTCCAATCGAACCTTTGGAACTCAAACTGCGAATTTTATTATTAATTTTGTTTATCAAATTTGGTTGATATTCTGGCATGGACTCCATGTATTCTTTGTATGAGTAATCATTGAAACGCCACAAATATTCAGATATTGTATCCATCATATTGTAATTCTCAGCGATATCTGTGCAATGGAGTAGCATATCTTCTGGCGGGAATTCTTTGGTTCCACCCATCAAACTGATAATAACTGGATACAAATTACCAAAAATCTTAATATTCTGATAAACACATGGTTCAACAATGTTTGGCATTTGATCCCAACGCAGTCCATTGTATGTTTCATCGAAATCAGCGGAAGAATTACTACGATCATCCTTAGGATCACATCCACAAGGACGACCGTTCTCAGAGGCATTACGCCTGTGCTCACTTCCGTTCTCAGAGGCATTACGCCTGTGCTCGTTTGCACTGTCACAGTCTGAACGCCTGTAACAAGACACGTCATCTCCATCATCATGATCTCTGAGCAAATCGTCTGCAAGTCTGGCTTTATTTTCAGCTCGATCTTCGGCCTCGGATTTGTCAAATATTATATTTGGAATCAACTTACTGTAGCCAAACACCACAAATAGCATCTTCATCAGTGGATAAAGCAATGCGCAATTTAGAATCAAATTGCAATTATCGCTTTGCAACAAGATGGTTATCAAGTTATTTGCATGGAATCTTTGCAAAAACTCTGAACCTAAGTTTTTTTCAAAATATGTTTTTTGTTCTGGAGCCATTTCGTCCCATTTCTGGTACGTCAAACTGGCAACCAAATTTATCAATGGTTTTAATTCATGTTTGTTAACAGAATTGATTAGCAAAACCATATCAACGTAATCATCAAAAATTTCCGGTTCAAATTCGCGCATATCATTAAGATTCTGATCAAGTGCATTTAATTTGAGTCTGAGTTGAGCAGTTGACATTTTCAATGTTTCTTCAAGAGTTACATGTGGAGCTGTTTGATCGATAATATTTTTTCCGATATCTTCCAACATTTTGAATACGAATGGGTACTTAAGATCTGAAATGTAAGAATTTTGGAATTTTTTTGATGACAACACATCCTGAATAGATTTTTCACCTTGGAATTTGGTGCCCATATTTAATTTAGAAATTGCAGGCTGGCGATCAAATCGAGCTGGTTTGCTTGGTTTAAGATCTGAGGCAGATGCAAATTTCCTTTCAAATTTAGGTTTAGAATAACGACTTTTGCATTTACGTCTTGAACCATCAATTGGTTGTTCAAATTCCTTGTCAAAATCACGATCACTAAATGAATCAGAAGATTGTCTTGGTTGAGTGTCACAAGCGTTTAGCCTATCATTAGGAATAACCTCTGATCTTTTAGCTGGGAGATTATCTTGGCGGTTTATGGAATTTACAAATTCAGAATCAGTAAAAGCCAATCGCTTTTTAGGACCAGCATAAATTGACGAATATTTGCCATCAGATGTTGATGGTCCACTTATTGATTTCAGAATTAGTTCAAAATCCATCATTACACAACCAGTCCAACCCAAACTTTCATTGGTCATGGTGAAAATATATCTAGAAATTACATCATCACCGTTGCGATTAGATTTTGGTTTGTAAATACAAATACCATCAGATGTGGATGCTTTTGTTATAGATGGATTGACAGGCGTTTTCAAGTTCTTTTTTATCAGCAACTTAATAAGCTCATCGAAAACATTTTTGATGTCTTTCGACAGTGTCTTCATATTATTCGAAATTGTGTCCATCTTTAGTTAGTGCTATATTAGCGCAATTAATGTATTAATAAGTAAGATTATTCTTAATAGACTTACTTAGCAATCATGTGATTAAGTTAATTTTTACATCGCAAATTTAATGTTTGGTGCTTTTGGCATTCATACTAACAGGATGGCTTCCGTAAGTATTTTTGGGCTTGGATGCAACAACGTGTTTTGAGTTTGACGAGCAGGGACTGCTGCATACAGGTTTGCATGGTCTGCAAGGTTCACAAGGTTTGCATTTAATTTCTGGAACTTTAAATTCAGGAATTTCAATGTTGATCTCAGGAATCTCACAAGGAGGGCATGGTTTGCAAGGCTCACAAGGTTTGCAAGATGCGCAAGATCCACAAGATCCACAGTCACGTTTGGAACGTTTTCCGCCATAAACTTTGGCCTTGTCGCCGGAATTTCTCACAACGATAACACGGTCACCGGAGCCAGAACCTCCATACCATCCGCCGTGACCTCTGTGTCCGTGATCATGGTCATGGCCATGTGATCCCCATGAACCCACATCATGATGATGTCTGGGTCCGGTATTTCTTCCCCAAAAGTTAGATCCATCACCGTCAATACCATGGCTAGCCCGATTTTTATTATGTCCAGAACCAACAGACCTAGACCCTGAAGAACGAGATGAACTTGAGTGACTCATTTTGTCTATAACCTAGTATTTAATTTCAAAATTATTCAGCAGTTGGTTGAAGAACTTCGGCGATCTGAGCTTAACTCAGTCCACAATTAGGATTGCGATTTATAATTTTATCGCATCTTAGCATAAGCGTAGCAATCTTACTGATAAGTGCGAAATGCAGAACTTAAGTTCAGATGCTTTAGCAACAATCTTCCAATATTTGGCTTCACGTGAAGATAAATTAATATTTTGGTTTGTTTGCATTGGCCAAGTAAATTTTAGATTAAAGGTTCATCAAGCTTTGATGAGCGTGGATTCAATACCAAATAATCCTGCAAAACTGTGCACTTGGGGTACAAACTATGATTTCCAACAATACATTAATGTAATTTGTTGTGATTACGATCAGTTACACACGGGTGATATATTTGAATGTTACACGCCTAACCAAAGACTTAATAAAATTACTTTGAAACACTTATCGATGTCCAACGAAATTCTTGCACACCTAATTCAATTTCAAAAATTGCATGAGCTGTATCTTGTCGATATCAAAAGTATTAATTTTGAATACATGACAAATTTGGCATCACTGCAAATTTTGAGTATCAGTGGTAAAAATGTTATAATTGAAGATGAGATAGATATGCAAAATCACAATTTATCTTGGCTTTATGCTGGTACTTTAAATTTTGCAAAATCGGAAATTTTTATTCGTGGTCTCGATAATTTGTCAGTTTTGTCATTGGATTTTAAAAATAAAAAAAATCAAACAAATCAAGATTGGAATTTTTCAGAATTAATTTCATTAAACAGCTTAACATTCAAAGACTTATCTCAAGGTTCGAGAACTATTATTGCAAATTTGGCCAACATTAATCATTTAGATTTTACCAGTAATGTTATCGTGGATGGTTTATTTCCAAAAGTGTCAACAACATCAGCACGAATAACTCATGTTGTCTCATTTAAACTAACCAAGTTAAAACGGATGGTCAATTTTCTGGCAAAATCTCCAATATTGACAGATTTGCATGTGGATTACAATTTAAAAAATCTGTATTCGTTAGGAATGGGTATTTTAGATTTCAACTTTGTATTAAGTTTAAAGTACGTCAATAAATTATCAATATCAAATTTTGATTTGCGTAAAGCTAAATTTAACTTTGATTTGATACTGGATGAATTTATTTTGAAAAATTCATTCTTTACTCAAAGTTGTTTAACCAATCTCAACAAATTGATTAGTCACGTTACCAAATTAACCCTGGAAAACAACGTAATCATACACAAACACGGAGCCATTTATTATTTTTGTCCTGATTTCGCAAAACATAAACTTAAATATTTTAAAACGGATCTTCAATCTCAATCTTTATTGGATATTGATATCATCAAACACATTGTAAAAATTCCAGAATTGCATCTGACGAATACTAATTTTTTGAATGAAATTACTGATACAAAAAGTTCACGCAAACAAACTGAATCACATATTCATCAAATACCATTCCTTAACATCAGCACATTTGTCAAAAAATTCCGTATTGAACACGGTAACTTAATAAAAACTGCTCACAAAACAAACAATTATTCCGACATAACCAGAATATTGCGTTTTGACGAAAAAATTTTGCACTGTGATGCATTTGGAAATAAAATTTGTAAGAAATTTGATCAACCCTTTGAATTCAGACTGCAAACCAAAGAAAGAGAAAAACTTGATGCTTATGCAAAAAATTTAGTTCGAACAAATGCTAAAGTGTATTTGATGGTCCAATATTTGTATGATAAATCATAGAATTAATATTAATCTGCGAATTAATATTAATTTGTATTATTGACAGTGTGGTATATAATTTTGTCGTCATATATCACAAGCAAACGCGAATTTTCAATCGTAATTTAGATCAACGGAGTGTAATCATCAATTATTACATAATGTCGATTAACGGAGTGTAATCATCAATTACTTCGTAATTTAGATCAACGGAGTGTAATGGAACACTTAAGTTCGGATGTTCTAACAACAATTTGCCAATATTTGGCTTCATGTGAAGATAAATTAATATTTTGGTTTGTGTGTACGAGTAATGGTGTATCTAGAGCAAAGATTCATCAAGCTTTGGCAAACACAGATTCCATAGCAAATATTCCAGCTAAAATTTACATACCAAACCAAAAATTAAATTTTTACCAATACATCGATACAATCATCGGACAAACTGCGAGTGATTTTTGGACTAAATACAATGTAACTAAAATTTCCAAAATAATTTTAGAAGGTCTGGCAACACCAAACGAGATTATCAAAACCTTCAAAAAATTTCCAAATCTAACAGAGTTACACATTTCCAACTCCAAAGACATTGATTTCACACATCTAACAAGTTTAGCTTCATTGCGGACTTTGAATATTCACGAAGTCCATACTGTTAATGCAACAAGTAATTTTATGTTTGGGCTTACAAATTTGTCATCGCTATCATTTAATGTTGCAAATGACATGTATATGTCAACGAAATGGAAATGGGATTTGACTGATTTAGTTTCTCTGACAAATTTGACATTTAAAATTCCACCAGTTTGCAAAATGCATCTCATCATAAATCTAACCAATATCGCATTTTTAAGTTTATCAAGCAATGTGATCATGGATAATTCTGGTCATAATGAGGTAGCAATTGCAGAAATAGTACACAATAGCAGCGTACAATTTGTTGAAGAATTGAAACAGGGAATCGATTTGTTGGGAAGATCTCCAGTATTGAACAATTTTATGGTGGATTATGGATTTAGAACTTTGTTTGAGGCGCCGGGTCCGAATATTTTGGATTTGAATTTTATGTCAAGTTTAAGATATGTTAAAAAGTTATCGATAATTGGTTTGGATTCGCGTAAGGTTAATTTCAACTTTGATTTGGTGTTGGATGAATTTACACTAAAAAATTCTTTTTTCACAGCAAATTGCACAATCGGTCTCAATAAACTAATAAGTTGCTTGACAAAATTAACTTTGGAAAACAATGTTATTATTACTTCGCATGGTGCAACTGGTTATTTTTGTCCAAATTTTGTTGACCACAAACTAAAATTTTTAACAACGGACTTGCAATCACAATCTTGGTTAAATTCAGATACCATCAAACGTATTGTGCAAATCGAGAACTTGCGTCTTACAAATACTAATTTTTTGAAAAAAGTTGTTGTGCGCGGTTCTAAGCGTATTTATCAAACACCATTTATAAACTCTGATACATTTATCAAAAACTTCTGTGTAGAACATAATATTGCGATAAAAACTGCTGTTAGGGTTAATAATTTTAATAATCTATGCAAAAGATTACAACTAGCTGAAAAAATTTTATGCAGTGATACTTTTGGTAATAAAGTTTGTGATAAAATTGATCAACCATTTGAATTCGGACTATCAGAAGATGTTAGAATAGAACTTGATACATATGCCAAGACTGTTTCCCAAATGGATTCAGACTATTATTTGATAGTTCAATATTTGTACGAAAACTAATGAAAAATAATTATTGATTGTTAATCGATAATTATTTAGTATCTGCCACGAGGGCCGACGCGATAGTTGGGTTGGTATCTTCCAGATCGCTCAGGTCCACATTTGCGATCATCCTCGCATCTATCCTTAGGAGGGCACTTAGGGCGCTTGTCTCCGCATGGGGGAGGTCCGCAGACAGATGGACCACAGAAGCCAGGACCATCATTGTTGCAGAACTTCTTGGCGACCTTGCGGTTAAGATCGTAGAAGAATTCCAATGGTCTAGGTTTAGGAACACAGTCAGTGCATCGGAGTCCAAGCTCACCAAGACTGTTATCACCCATACCGAAGATGCAACCATCAGCTCCAAGGAACACAATATGGTTTTCTGCAACGGCAATTTGCTTAATCTTCCACTCGTCGCAAACGGACTTGAGACGACCAGGGACGTTATTTCTGATGAAACCTTTCCAGCTTCCAGCAGCGTAGACAGAGTGCTTTTGGGTAATGTAGAAAGTAACACGAGCACCAGCAAAGACTGCGTTAACAGCAGAATCGAAATCACATCTGTTAACATTCTTCCAGCAAACTGCAGTTTCATTAGATCCAATGCCCAATTCGCCGAAGCAATTCTGACCCAAAGCCCAGATCTCATTGGGGCAAGCCAAGCTTCCAACAACAGCAGTCAAGTTGTTTTGTCCAACGGCAATGTCAATAACGCGCTTATTCAAACGGAACAAAGTTGGCACATCAGCAGTAACGGCAAGTCTGATATTCTTGGGATTACCAGACACGAATCTGATGTGGTCTCCTCCTCTGACGTAGGTGTTGATAAGCTTGGTGTCAAAAGGATTCTTGTACTTAGGAGACGGGAAGGTAGTCTCCAAAGCCAAAACATATCTCAGGTTGGTCAATTGAGCAGGATCCATGACAGTTCCATAGTTAAGGATAAACTTCTGGCATTCAGTTGAAGAATTCAGAGGGAATTCAACTGTGACTTTCTTGGATCCAGAAGTAAACTTAATACCACCACTAGTGTCAACATCAATATACAAGTTAACATTAGGACCATTGTTGCAGAAACTGAGTCTGATAACCTTGTCCAAAGGCTGATCCATAGCATCAATGCAATACTTGTTAAGATCGAACTCAACAATAGTGTTAACATTAGCGCGAACTTCAGTGATATCAGCACGACCAATACTGGCAACTTTCTGTGCAGACTTTCTATTGAACAAAGTGACAGATCCAATAGGTTCAGCAGTGGGAGCTCCATAAGGGCAGTGTCCATCACCAGCGATATTAATGTAGATATAACCATCGCAAGGTTCGCAGCTGTTTTCGCACTGAGTAGTTTCGTTGTACTTTTTAATTTGCTTGAGGAACTCACAAGGGGTCAACTTTTGATCAGGGCAGTCCGAGTCGGGGAAAGACAAATGCACACCAAATTTGCTAAAATCAGTCTTAAATTCAGATTTGGGGCAGTCATTGTATTTAATGCAACCGTTGTTAACTCCACAATCACCGCAGTTGATCTGGTCAGCGGGGAAGCTAATGGATGTGTTGGCCTGAGAGAAGAGATCATTCAAGCCCGGTCGTCTCAAAAGGTCGCGATTGTTTCTGATTTCGTGAATCGATCCCAAAACATAAATTCTGTTGCAGCTATCAACCAAAACGCTAATGTTAAAACCTGCGAAAATCTTAACCCAGCAAGGTTGAGGCAAGCGCTCCTCAACCTCAGGGAAAGAGGGAGCAGAGCAATCAATTGGAATATCGATGTCAAATGTGGTCATTGCCTCCAATCTGTCCTCAGTATCTACAATAGGAGGACCACAAAGAACTGAGATAACAGTTCTGCACTCTGCCAAAGACAAAATCAAAGATGAATTTTGGACAAATCCTTCAGGCAGAACATCGAGGCTAATGTTCAAGTTCAAAACAGCGCAATCTCCGCAACGTCCCTCAATGGGTGCGACGCCAGTGAGTGGGTTAGATCCAGCAGGGCTGCACAAGTTTGAGTTAGCACCAGATCCGCAGTGGGTAGCAGCCTCAAACAAGATAATCTGTTGTGTGGAAGACAAGTTGATCTCCTCGCTAATGCATTTGTTGCAAGAAGCAGTTGTGAATTTACCCTTGAAGCATCCGCATTTAATGTAGATCTTGGTTACTGAGTAGGTAACACTTCCTGAGACACAACCATTGCACTCAACACAAACCTGGCCAGAATAGCACACATCTCCGAATAGGGGTACCGAGATAATTCCGGTCTTGTCATTGCACTCAAGCTTAACGGGTGAGTAGTTGATATATCCGATATGAGCATCACACAATTTGCCCTTGAGCCAATCAGTTTCGCACTTCTTCTTGGGTTTGCAAGAAGGGATAATAGGTTTGTCCAACTCGCTGTAAGTACCAGTGAAGGTAAGGCAGCTATCGGAATCGTGAATGTTAGTATCTGTGATATAAATTTCAGTAGCAGTATCGTATCTGCACTGTCCTTGAGGAACAAGTTGGTAGGCATCGTTGCTTCCGGCACCAAAGACCTTTCCTTTTTCAGTCAAAATAACTACATGAGAAGAGCCAGCAGCAATGCTAACTGCCTTATCGACTCCACATCCGCAAGCTGCAACACTGTAAACTTCATGTACAACAGGGCTTCCGCATTTATTACTGCCTGATTTAAATTCAAACACTGAACCAGCAGCGTTCAAGATATATGTGGTGTCATCTGTGGATGCAACTTGAATAACATGTCCAACTAAGTTTTCATTTGTCAGGACTTCGCAAAAAGTATCCTGAACACGGTTATTGATGAAACCAGCTCGATATACATTACCACCATTAGTTACAACAGTAGTTGTAGTCTCATTGACGGCGACGTCAATAGGGATATTGTTTATCATTTTTTGGATTTCTTTACCGACGTTCGACAACATCTCTGTGGATAATATTACTAATAAACAAATTTATAATTTATTCAGGAGTTGAAATTGAACGATCTATATCATATGATAACGAATTTTCAATTTGAATATCTTTCTTTATCCACTAAACGAACACTTTTAAATTTTTATTTTTTAAACGGGAAATCCATTTTTCTCGCAATACGCAATCATTTTTTTTGATGCAATTTGTTCAGCTTTCTTTTTACTGGAGGCTTTTCCGATTGCCATAAGATCGCGACCCAAGTAAAGTCCCATGGTAAACTTCTTCGAATGATCAGGTCCTTCTTCGCTCTCAATTTTGTAGATAGGATCACCCCAATTGTATGTTGAATACAATTTTAGAATAGCATCTTTGTAGTTAGTTTCTTCATCAGCAATACTAATTGCGTCAAATTCCTGTCTGAAAACTTCCAAAACAAAATCTTTGGGGACTCTAAATCCATACTGTAAATAAAGAGCTCCAACAAATGCTTCAAATGCTCTGCTAATGATATTCACATTGGATCTGCCATGAATAACTTCAATTGCTTGACTAATTAGTACGTAATTTGACAAGCCTGTTTTACAAGCAAGATCAAAAATTGTTTCACGATTTTCCAATTTGATCCTCAGTTTTGTCATAAAACCTTCTTTTGCGGTCGGATAACGATAGAATAAACTTTCAGCAATAACAATATGAATTAATGCATTTCCAACAAAAGCTAGTCTTTCATAAGATTCTGTTTGTAATTTGATCTGAAGTTCTGTCATTTTCTTTCGCTCGGGAACTTTAAGTTTAGATTTAATGTAAGTACGATGTGTCATAGCCTGAGCATATATTGATGCTGTAGGTTGTTCGCCTTTAGGAAGAACAACATTGTAGATGGCCATCATGTCTTTGATAACACTCACGGTTAGAGGTTTGTTATTCATATTGCATGCAGATGCCACACCAACAGTGAGACCATCTTTTCCTCGCTTGTCTGCATTTTTTGCAATCATTTTTTGTTGTTTAATTTGATCAAATTCATCGTCCATTTTTTCAAACCACTCGTCATCAACGATACCATCTTTGACAATGCCTACTTGCTCGAGGAAATTTAGTGATGCTTCTTGTTCAGCATCTTGAATCTGAATATTTACACCTCGACCAACAATTTTTTGATCCGGATCTGAAATTGTTGCAACAAATGAACCTCCAAAGTTCTTGTTATGAACGTATGCAGGATTACCCCAACGCATTTTGTGAAAGTATCTTAACAAAGTATCTTTGTGGTTGCTCTCATAAACAACCATATCAACAAAATCTTTTGTTTTTTCTACAGATCTGATAATAAATTCTCTGGATGCAGTTATCCCAAAATTCAAATAAAACGCTCCGACAAAAGCTTCATAAATATCTTCCAAAATTGATTCTGTGATGGGTTCTCTCTTTGAAATTACTAAAAAATTTACCAAACCTAAATCGTTAGATAAAGCTACCATTGAACTACCTCGTTCAATTGCAATACGTTGCTTAGTCAAGACACCCTCTGAATCTTCACTACGCTTGTACAAGTACTCTGATAAAATCAAATGAAAAACTGAATCTCCGAGAAACTCCAGTCTCTCGTAATTCTCGTCACTCATAGATTTGTGAACTAAAGCTTGTTCAAATTTTTCCAATTGAATTTTTCCTTTGTAAAGACCACTGGAACAAAATTCTGGAGCATATCTTCTTATGATAGAATCTATGTGATGATATCCAACCTTTGGGCGTATTTTCAAATTCGAATAAGTTTCTGGTTCGATTGACGTAGATGTTTGCTCATCATCAAAATTACTTCGTCTGGAAGCCATTTTAGACAGAATATTATATGTCTAAAATGTTTTATTTATATTGTGTATTGAGTGGATCAATTTTTAAAAATATATCCATTGCATACACAATGATTTTGGTTGAAGGAATAAATTTCTTGAATTCATTTCTTCAAACTAAATCATTTATGCATGCAATCCATTGCATACATAATGATTTCGGTTTGAGAACAAATTTCAAAAAATTATGTTTATTGGTACATTTTCTAACGTAGTTTTTCTTAACAATTTCTAGAACTGTTTCTGCATTGTCTGTTGACCTAATTGTACTTTTAAACATGGCCTTCTTTGTTAAAGATGAAATTACGCATAACTGAATTTTTTCCCAATTTGAAGGAAAACCTGAAATAAAAGCAAAACCATATGGCAAAGGATCACAATTCCAGCTAATTAAAAAATTAACCATGTCAATATGACCTGTACCACAAGGATATACGACCAAACCCGTAGTACGAGTAGGATCGCATCCTATTCCAATCAAATATTTAATTGCATCTAGGTCACCAGTTGCTGCACATTGTCTAAGTGCAACTTGTTCAGATCTTTCCGAATTCTTAAGTAACCTTTTTACAATGTCATAATGTTTATTTTTCAAAGACCACCTTAGTGCATAATAATCTAAATTTTCCACATCAGCTCCTGTTCTTCGAAGCAAATAATTTACAATATCCAAATGTCCATATCTAGCAGCGAACCTAAAAGCAGAATCGTCGTCATAAATTACATAGTCCTCGCAAAAATATTTGACAATGTCCATGTGACCATATTTTGCAGCCAATCTAAATGCATGCTTTTTGTAGTGCGGATAATGGTAATAAGATTTCTTACAAAACCAACATGCGATAATATTTTTTAGTCCATGTGATGCAACATAACAATTGCAAGCAAAATTTTCCAACAGATATTTTACGATAGGCAAATGTCCATGAATTGCTGCCCACTTTAAAGCTCGATCATTAATTCCACGATGAGGTTCATATCCCATTTCGATAAGATATTTGAGAATATCAAGGCGACCATTGATAGCGCAACATTTGATAACATAAATGTGTTGTCTCCTTTTATCGTAACCTTTCTGAACACATTCTATTACAGTGTTTAGATCATCGTCACGAATTGCCTGCAAAAAAATTTTATCCATCAGTGCAATAAAGTAATTTCATTTTAATACAGTTGTTTTAAGATGAAATTGGTTGCAATTTTTAACATTTGATAAGTGCTTCGGCGACAAAATGCACGATAGTTGTCAGAGCGTAAACACAAAAACCTGTGCCAAAAGATGTTGTTGTTAACGAATCATACATGTATCCTTTCTTGCAAATCAAGAACGCGTAAAGTATGGGATAAAGCACATATAGTTGGATGTGCATCATGTCGTCAACAAATGCGTGCTCAGGTTCAACTATGCGAACATACAATCCAGGCATCGTCTCACTTCTCCACAAATTTGTGAAACGTCGTGGTAATGCACGATATATGAGATAACTTGTGCACACCATTGGCCAGGTGTAAAGACCAAGCATCAGTTTTACAAAATCCATTAGTTTAGGCTTAGACGTGGAATAATTTATTTAGAAACAGATGTTTCAAGATAAGTTAGTTTGCAATTTTTATTCAGATTTAATAATGCCAGACAAATAGAAATGCAAAATAATTGTTGCAATTACGGTAACGATTCCAATTATTACACTTGATGTGCAATACCCAACAATTACACCATAGATAATAGGGCATCCAATAAACAATTGGAATCCAGTTGCCACACCAATAAACAGATTCAATGGAACAGGTCCTCGACTAACCCACTTGTTTTGAGTTGACTCTGGTAGAGAATTAAAAATAATGTAACTAACAATTGTTGATATTGAAAAATACGCAAGGACAACTTTTTTGATGTAAGATGGTTCATTTGACACTGCAACAAATGAACCGTGAGCAATATCACCAGTACTATAACCGAGCGCTAACATTTTTGGTTTGGGAACTAATGAATAAGTTTTCATTAAGAAACCAATGGAATTGTCGGTGCAATTTTTTTTAAATTTATTCTCTTTTGGTAAATTTCTTCAAAATCAGCGCTAATTGCCCAAAATAATGTGCGTGAATAAAAAATGTTGTAATTGCAGTAATAATGCCAATTATTTTGTTTGAAGTGATCAATCCAAAAAGCATACCATAGATCGCAGGAAAACCAACAAACAGCAAAATTGTACATATCGTGCCGAAAATCATGTTCACTGATGCATCTCCATCGCCAGCTGCAAATTCCACCATGTCCGCCTGTTCAATAACCTGACTATTTTGCACTGATTCTGGAAGCAAATTAAAAATCATTTGACAAATCATTGTTAGTACAGAAAAATAGCCAAAGATGACTTTATCAATGTACGATGGCTCGCTTGATTTTGTTATTGCTGCAAATATGCCGCGCGCCATATCACTGCAACTAATGGACGACATTTTGATAGCTTTCTGCAAAAGAGGAAGTAATAAAAATATTTTTGATAGGCAATCCAGCATGATAATCTGTGCAATTTTTAATCAAACAAAGTCATTTGCATACCTAATGACTTAGGTTTCAAAACTTTTTTGAGGATGTTATTCTTTTTGTGAAGATTTCGTTGTGTTTTATTCAAAACACTGATTGAAATCAATCTCACATAAAATAAATTTTCGAACATTTTTTCATGAGGTAAAATTTCATTTTTCAAAAATTTCAAATGATCTCTTTTTGAAAACATAGAAATAATATATGCGTGCATTTTGAGGTACGGTTTAAAATGAGAAATATTTTTAACGTAATTTGGATTTAGTTTCTTTTGATGTTGAACAGAATTTGCAATAGCAATCGCTACTTTGGCTGCAGATTCATCTAAAATTCCTGAAGACCGGATTTTATCATTTGGACATATGCTCAATAAATATCTTAAAATATCACTACGGTCAAATCTGATATTTGAATTCAAATATTTATCATACGCAAAACCAATGCTTACAAAATATTTAACAATTTCTAAATGTCCTAATTCTGCGGCTTCTGACAGATGATAATTTTGCATACCTTCTGAAATTCGTCCAGATTGATTAGTTATGCATGTCATTACTTTGTCTAAATTTCCTGATTCAATGGCTTTGGACAAATTTTTTACCTGTTTGCGGTTGAAGTCATGCACAAAAACATCCATTTTGATGAATAATAATGTGATAATTTATCATATTATTCTTTATCTTTAATTGTGCAATTTTTATCGATTAATCAAATAAAATCATCTGCATACATAACGACTTTGGTTTCAAATTTGATTTGAAAAGGTTATGTTTTTTGTGAAGGTTTCTTGTAATAATACCTGAAGTTTGGATAGATGACAATTTTACATAAGACAGTGCACTAAGAATTTCTTTGTAAGAAAATTGCAAAAGTTTCAAACAATCTCTTTTTGGTAAAATAGAGATGAAACATATGTACATTTTCAAATAAGATTTTAGATGATAAATACTCAGATTATGACGACCGTAATTTGATCCCATTAGTTTGTGTTGTTGAATCTGATTCAAGACTGTGTTGTCGTTCGTTCGGGTCATTTGATTAGGAAAAGCACCAAAATCACGGTATTGAGGATTTACATATAATTTTAACAAATGTTCGAATATCATTGGATCAATATGTGTGTAAGCCAAAAATAGCAGTTGATCTTTTTCTGATTCAATATCACAACCAATTTCTATTAAATATTTGAAAATATGATGATATCCGTTTGTGATACTCGCTTTTAAAGACTGATTTTCTTTGCATTTGAAATCAGAACCTAAGCTTACAAAATATTTAACAATTTCTAAATTTCCTGAATTGACAGCCATCACAAAAAGATGGTCTTTTATGGATTTTGATAATACTAATTCTGTTCCCATGTCGGCTATGTATGACTTTACACCCACCAAATTTCTTGTTTCAACATAATAGATAATGTCGCTTAGTTTGTTATTTATTTCAAGTATGTTTGTCATTTTTACAAGTAATTTTGTTATCGATTATGTAATTATTTTATTTTATTCATGCAATTTTTATTCATGAATAAAATGAAATTTGCTAGAATGATACCATTTGCATCCGCAGAGATTTCGATTGAATTTCTAAACAAGTTTCTTTGTTTCACACAATCAAAATCATTTGCATAGCCAATGATTTCGGTTGAATTTCTAAACAAGTTCATCATTCAATCAAAATCATCTGCATTCGCAGAGATTTTGGTTGAATTTCGTAATAAATTTCTCATTCAATCAAAATCATTTGCATAGCCAATGATTTTGGTCTCAGAAGTATTTTCAAATTATTGTGTTTGCTATGATTTTTCTTGCCGGTAAAGAAGCCTAACCCAAAACCTCTTATTAGAGACGATTCTATGAAGTAATCTTTTCTTAAACATGCAGATCTTTGTCTTCTGGTTAAAGACGTAATAAGATACATGTAAATTTTGTGCCATGCGCTGCGACGATCTTTGTCGCTATAACTTCCATCATAACACCAATATGGTTCGCTCATCATGGGATCGCAACCAAAACTTATCAAAAATTTGGTAATTTCGATGTAACATTCTGATGTACTAATTTTGAGCAAAATATCATCGCCGTATCTGGGATTACATCCTAAACCGATAAAATACTTCAGTGCGTCTAAATTGCGCATTTCTACACACCAACCTAATGCATAATTTCCACGAATAATACTACCATTAGCATCAGAAATCAGTTGTGTAAGTGTATCTAAGTGTCCATTTCGTAAAGCCCATTTTATAGCATATTCCTTTAGATTTAGTACACTACAACCTATGTTGACCAAATATCTTACAACATTAGTGTGACCATTTCTGGCAGCCCATCTTAGTGCGTAATTATCTGAATTTCTTGGATCACAATTGCCAACATCAACCAAATGTTTTACAATATCTAAATGACCATTTTTAGCTGCGCACCTCAATAAATAATTGCAATCACACCAATAACAAGTGCGGCTATTAACTAACCATTTGATAATGTCTGTGTGGCCATAAATTGCAACCCACTTCAAACCAAAATCTTTTCCGTTACGATGAATTTCATATCCACAATCAACTAAATAAGCCATTATGTTCAACCGTCCATAAATAGCACAACATTTGATGACATAACAATTTTGTCTTTTGGGATCATATCCATCCCATTCTATTAATTGCTGAACTTTATTCATGTTATTATTGATGATAGCATCAACGACAGGATCATCATTTGAGTCTGGTTGATAAGATAAATTGGCCATAGTGTTACCAGTCAATTACACTGGTTAACCTAGATTACTTTGTGATTAGGAACCTAATCAGAAAGTAAATTTGCAATTTTATTCAAATAATATCATCTGTATATGCAATGATTGAGGTCTGAGAACACTTTTGAAAAAGTTATTTCTTGATGATTGTTTATTCAATATTAAATTTGGATACAATAATTTCCGCATTTCTTGATCAGTATTTCCACTCAAAAAATGGTATTGATTTTTTCTTGACATGTTTGCCAGGATGTCGGCAAAAATTTTATAATCGGGTGCTGAATATGACATATTTTTATAAAACATACGATAACATATATCCACAACATTACTAACATCGACATACGTTAACATAAATTTAATCGCTGCAGTTCTTTTATTTTCTATAGCATTAAGAAATGCTTGAGTATATATTGATTCAGGATCACAACCTAAATTTAAAAAATATCTTGCAATATGCAAAAATCCTAACCCTGATGCAACAACAAATGCTTCATTATTATCATATTTGTAATCATAACCTTTTTTAACTAAATATTTGATAACGGGCAAGTGATTGCCATATGTAGCTGATGTTAACATGTAGCTTTTTTTTCGTTTTTCATCCAAACCAATGTGAATGTAATATTTGAGAACATCAAGATGCCCGTTCCCGGCAACTTCATCCAAAAAATAATTGTGTTCTGTTAAAAATTTAAATCTGTTGCATACTAAATATTTTAGTACCGGCAAATGACCATTTACGCCTGCTTGACATACAATATCAACACTGACATTTTCATTTAGATTACTCAATCTTCCGACAAAAAATTTAACAATTTCTAAGTTTCCTTTTACGATGGCATCTTCAAAAATTTTTCTAAAAATTGAATATGTGCTATCATATGCTGATGGTCCCCACCTTGGGAATTTAATTTCATATTGTACTTTGAATTCAGCGAAAGATTCTTTATTCACCAAATCACGCCACCAAGATTCAGAATACATCAGATAATTGATCGACGAAATAATTTTTGTTGATTTTAAGATAGATATTAAACTTTTCAAAGTGCAATTTTTTGTCTGATTTGGTTTATCAAGCAAAAAATTAGACTTATTCAAATAAAATCATCTGCAAATGAAGAGATTTAGGTTTTAACACAAATTTTAGAGCATTGTTTTTGTAACAAATTTTGTGCAATGTTAAATTGCAAACTAAATTTTGCCATGATATGCACTTGTGTAATAATATTATTTTTTGAAAACAAGTGTATCTATCCCTTTTGGAAAAAATTGATATCGAGTATATACGCATTTTATCACGTGTTTTTTCATCACAATTGTCAAATGATTCGTAATTATGTGTGCAAAAATCAGCAACGCAAAGAGCTGATGGTACGAATCCTAACAGAAACAAATATTTCATTATTTCAAAATTATAAGTCAACAGTGCGTAATCAATAAAATCTTGTTTTACTTTCAATTGGTGTCCTACTTTCACCAAATATTTGAGAATGTTAAAATGTTCACAATTAACACATATTTCAACTAATCTTACATGAGCATCTCCGTAATCTTGTAGTACAGTTTGTAAAATAGGGTTTGATTCGCCTGTCTCTTTTAATCTTTGTGCTATTATTCGCTGCTGTGTTTTTGAAAATTTCGAATTTTGCCAATCGCAACCTAAACTACATAAATAATCGATCATTCCAACATCATTATTTTCAATTGCCTTTTTAATTGCAAAATTATCATTTGCTCGCGGATCGCAGAATTTTAATGTGGATAAATATTTGGCAACGATAATTCGACCATTTGCTACAGCATGCCTGAAAACATAATTATTGTCAAACCAATAATCGTATCCGGTGTCAACTAAATATTTAACAATAGATAACTGCCCGTACACGGCAGCCCATTTCAATGCGTAATCTTTAATTCCTCGTTGAGGTGTGTATCCTGATTCCACAAGAAACTTGAATATGTCATATCTACCATATATTGCACTGAGTTTCAAACAAACAAGATCTGATCTGGGTTTGTCATAAAGTTTGTTTAAGATAAAATCTTTGATCTTATCAATATTACGATTTTTAATGGCGGTGTGAAATTGTTCCATTCGCATAATAGTTTTATAACTACCAGTGTTCTAACCAATTTCACCAATCAATTTTTTGTTTAGTTAATTAATCAAACAAAAAATTAAAATTTAAAAATCGGGAAAATCATCTTCAACAAAATCTTCCAATATGTCGTCCAGTTTTTCTTCTGATGGTGTTTTATCTGATATTTCATCAGATTGTCCACCTTCTAATTCTTCAACATCCCATTCGGCTTCTTCGTACTCACCATCAGAATCCATTAGGTCATCAAAGTCGTTAAGGTTTTTTACTCGAGCCTGTTCAGTTTTATCAGAAGATGCACTTCCTTCAGTGGTATTCTTATTAGGTTCGGCTTCTTCAACCATTTCCTCAATATCAGGTTCCTCGCCTGCTTCTTCGCCTGCTTCTTCGTTGTAGTACAAAGTTCTAATCCCATCTTCATCGCGGAACTTGAAAAGCATACTGGATGGTTTTGTAACTGGATTACCAGATGTGTTTTTGAATTTACGATCTAAGATTTCTGGTTTGGGTTGCTTTTGCTGGACATCAGGAGTTGCTGCAAAGTATGCTTCCGGAGTATATTTGAAAAAGAATCCTCCTTTCTTGAATTTTTCTGTGCGTCTAATTCCAGATTCTTGTCTGTAATCCAAAGTAGTTCCAATACAATCAATCTTAAATTCTGTAAAAATTGTGTTGTTGATGACAGACATTTTGCTATCTTTGGCGAGCAAATAATTTTTGGCAACAATTAATACACTGATCGCTCTATCATAAACATTGTACCACGTAGGAGCAGTATCAACATGCGCAGTGAATCTGTTTGTCAACAATGTTTGCAATAAATACTGGAACGAAACGTAAGAAATGCGCGATTTGCCATTCAGATTTTCTTTTATGCTCGGTACACAATAACCATCTGCACTAAGAATCTTGGCAACAATTGCACCCTTGTAGCTAAAATAAGTCGAATGTCCTGTCAATTGGAACAATGGCCAATGTTCTTCCAAAGTAATTCCATTGGCGTCATCAACAATGCCTTTCAAGTAGTCATAAAATTGAACAACAGTATCTTTGTAATCAACAGAATAAATTTCTGCAAATGGTGGTTCTTCAATACTTGAATTAATGAGTCTCTCATGAACATCAGGTTCTCCTTTTCTGCCAGTCGAATTATTTCTTCGACCCGTTTTGGGATCATAAGTAATAGCATAATTCAAAAAGTAATTTAGTGCAAAAAATCCTCCTGCCAAACATTTATCAAAATTGCTATCTAATGAGAAAAATTCGTTATTAATTTTGTTGACAATTGCTTGAATTGATTTATCAGGATGAGGATAACCAGGCTTATTTTCAAAATACCTGAGCGGATACGTTGAAATCAATGCATAAAAACGTTTAAATGCTTTTTCCCAACGTTGTTCGGCAGCAGTGAGTGGTTGATTGAACATACGCAAATAATCAATAAGTGCAAAATGAGGATGAACATAGATTACACCGCCAATTATCAACGTCTTTATTCCACGAAAAATGCGATTTGGAACATAAGTAACGTCACAATATTCCTGGGAGTTTACAAAAATTTTGTAAGTTTCCGCATGCTGAGCTTCACTGGCTGTAACATTTTTGTAACCCTTTCTGTATAGTTCGTTACAAATATCTGTCACATCACGCACTGGTGTCGGTGAATAAAATTCGACGTCATAGAAATCATATGGTCCGTAAATTCCATCATGATTAGCATGTTTCAGAGCTTCATTTAAAGCATCACCTCCATAAACAATACGTTTTCTTTCAGCCATTAACTGTTTAATGATTTTTTTGATTTCATTTTTTTCATTTAATGTAGGAACCAAAGCCATAGCTGCTCTTTTAGTTGCATCTCTGATCAATGATGGCAATTTGTTCAACACATCTTTGTAATCTGTTTCAGAGTAGTATTCCTGGTATTGAACTTGTTGCTGTGGTTGTCGTTGCTGTTGTCCATTTCCACGATTTTGCACCCTTGAAGGTTCAGCATTTGATTTTCTGGTGCTCATTCTTATGCTCTCAGAAACCCTCAGTTTTTGCTCACTCACGTTCTCAAAACCTTTGGGTTTGTATCATAAGACACGATGATATTTTATACCACTAATATCATTATCTAAGTCAGTTTCCATTTGCAATATTTCTCCTAAACTAGGCTTAATATTATCACTTCGTTGTAAAAACTAACTTTAGGTCTAGTAAACTAAATCATAGTTATTTTTATCACTTCGTTGTAAAAACTAACTTTAGGTCTAGTAAACTAAAGTTATTTTTATCACTTCGTTGTAAAAATGTGATTTTTCTTGACAAGTGACATCAGTTATTTCAAACAAATTGGATTTTTCGTATGATGTTAGGAAATCTTTCAGAATTGTATCAGAATTTAATCTGCGTAATATGATTTTGCCATTTGGTTCTAATGAATTCAAAACTAAATCTAATAGTTCGCTAAATATTATAGGATCCAACCAATCAGTTATATTGCTTAGTTGAACCAAATCGTATTTTTTTGTTGATGTTCTGAAAAAGGTTAATAAATCTGATTGATAATAAGTGATATTTGCATTGGATTTACATGGTAATGTGCCAGACAAATATAATGGCAAATCACCTTCATAACAATCATTAACAAATTGATTGTAAAAGTAATTTTCTTGTGGAGTTTTGTAAATGGTCCTGTATGTGTTTAAAACATTTTGAAAGTGTTCAACAAAACTCCTATTCATAGAATATTTCACAGCAGATTCACCAAATACTTGAATTAGATTTTCTGTTGAAAAATGTTTTTGGAAACCATCTACAGAAGCTAATTTAAATAACTGCTCAAAACGACCAATTTGATTGAGTCCTTTTACGGTTAATTGGAAATTTTCATCCTGAGTCCAATATGTTTTAAGATCTGAATGCAAATTTTCAAAAACAATCTCAATTTCTGATTCTGAACATTCTCCTGCTAAAAACTTTTTCACAAAAGTTCCATCAAAATTTTTTACAAGGAAAACTTTCAGTTTAACCAAAAATAATTGATCTGGGTTTAAATCCAGCACATCGATTTCTTGTCCCATATTTGCAACTAGTAGACTGCAAACTGTATCTCCACCCGAGCCAATTAACATAATTTTTGAAGTGGAATTTGCACAAGAAATTTCTATTTGTGGATCTTCTCTTGTTTGCGAAAAGAATATTTTAACACCCAATGTGTCATCTTCGATATTCATAATTAATTTGCAATATAATAATGGATTACGAATTTATTAAACTGGAACAAGATGAACATGATATATGCAATGCCGATCTGAAAGCTTTTGAAAAAATAATGAGTCAAACTTATTCGTTGGGTAAGACAGAATTTAGAATTGATCACGGTGAAGATTATTTTGCATTTTTCAAGAAACTAGGAACTGTTGAATATTTTGTAATCAGAACATTGCCAGAAGAGATTATCATTGGAACTTTTTGTGCAGTTCTCAGACATTATCCAGTTAAAGTTATCAAATACGGCAGAGAATCTCGCAGAAAAATTCCCTTTTGGTATTTCTGTGATTTAAAAATCCATAAAGACCATAGAGGACAAAATTTGGCCTTGAAATTATTCGAAACAATTTTTGAGGATGAACACAAAAAATGGAATGATAGAGCATACATGATCTCCATGGATCCAGGAAGCCAACAGATAGTTAACCTGATGTCAAAGTTCGACAAATATCCAATAGAATACTTTACATTAAGAATCTACTCGTTGAACAGATCCAAAATGTTTGTTGCGGAGAAAATTTTAAAACGACACTTTTCCGGTCCAATTTCTTATGCAACGAATTCCGGGACCAAAAATCTTATTATCGCGGGTTCTGATATTGAACTAAATTTGTACCATCTACAACACGGTCAGTTTGCTGTACAAGGATGTGATTTAGATTCTGTAGAACCGCATGCGATTATCATGTTTTGTGTACCAGAAAATACAAATATTTACGCAGATTTAACACAAAATGAAATTCACACAGATATAACTGCAACGGTTCTTCATTGGAACATTCAACATTTCAATTGGGGGAACATCTTAACTTCAGAGATATGACAATATCTCTGAAGTTAAGAGATTTGTGATCAAAGAGCAAACATTTTAACTTCGGAGATCTGAGATATAAAATCATTAATATTCTTCTTCGCAATAGCAAATGGACACACATTTTAATAACTTTTTGATTGAATTCAAACAATGTTCAAAACCGAAATTTATTGATGTGTTAACGAGTTCAAAAATTAACCTGCAAACTTTCGGATCAAAAATGATTCAGTTTTATCAGGCGGTTGAACATTGGCCACAATTTTTACAAAAAATTATGGACAAATGTCAGTGTAAAACGAAGTGTTTGGCTTGTCAAATTCTGCTGGATAATATTTTAGACGAATCTGGTGATAAAAGTGAACCGCACACAGCGACATTTGAAGATTTTCTACAACAATTTGGTTGCATAAAATCTGACCCAACTTCTGATCTGATCAAATATTTTAATAATTACCTTGACGAATTGGCGGAAATAAATCCTCTAAATGCTATTCTATGTGCCCATGGTATTGAATTAACTTATGTTAAAATAAGCACACTCATCAAAAATTACTGTGAAGAAAACAAAATTCATCAAAAACATTACGATAATCATGAAGTTATCGACATAGAACATGCAGCCGAACTTAAACGTGCTGCAGAATTTATTGCCAATAGGGACCTATGCGAGATTAACGAAGAATTTATTTTGATTGGATCAGCATTAATCATGTTCGTTTTTGAGAAAATGTTGGAGGATTAACTTTACAGAAAATTAACAACTAAATAGTATCATTTAGTTGTTAACTTTGTACAAAATCGATTCTCGATCGATTTTCTGGAAAGTTAATAATTAGTTTCGACGCGAAATTAATTATTAACTTTGTACAATATTTGTTCATGGACAAATATTCTAGAAAGTTAACAACTAAATGATATCATTTAGTTGTTAACTTTATACACTTTCCTGCAACCTTTGCATTGATAAAATGTGGTCATAGGTTCATCTGCACCGCGAGTTTGTTCCTGCCAGTAGAAATAAGCATTGGAATTGCATCTGCATTTTTTCCATGGGACAGTTGGAAGATTAGACATAATTTCATCTGTTTTTGTTTTGCGTTCATTAATTCTGCGCCACATTTCTTCGTTCAATTCGCTAGGATCAAGGAAAGCCAAATTGTAAGCAGTTTGTTGATTTTCATCAATATCTTTTTTGATGCGCTTAACTGTTTCATTATCCGAATTAAAATTAAAAATTAAATTTGCGTACGTATCCTTATAAATGGCCTCAGCCATGGCAATGTCATAATTGTTACCTTGGCAAAATTGTTTGACATAATCATCCATACCTTTATCGATAATCTTGCACACCTTGGCATCAAAGTGTTTTCTCATGTCTTTTGTGCATTTCGCTCTGGTTGCGGAACTAATACTGTATTCGACGACTGTTTGCATTTGGACCTGAAGTTTTAGTAATTTGGAATGCGCGAGAATAATAATATATTGGCTCTTTATTTTAAAGCAAAATAAATGGTGCAATATTTTTTCGCAAATGGTTTACGAAAAAATATTTAATTTTACCTTAAGTGATAAGCTGTTTCAATTAGCCATCGAGGAAATGGTTTCAAATTTCCATTCTGGTCAATGGTTGTCATGTCATGAAATTGTTGTGGATATTTTGGTTGGCGTTGAATTAAATATTCTAACAAAGATACGTTATTAGGCATTACATCCACATGATCAATATATCCACTTTTTGGCATGTAATAACTACTCGATCTACTTAGCGGTGCAAGAATATTTTTGAGATCAGTTGCTGTAGCGATTCCATATTTTTGCATTAGATATGTGTTTTCCCAAACATAAGACAAATAATGTTTCATTTCTTCTTTATTTAGAATTGTTCCGTATCCTCTAGATCTGTACTTATCTAAAATACAAATTGGATCATATGCTCCAACAAAATATTTGAAATCAATATTAGTCAATGTCATGTAAGCAGTAATTGCTGATGGAAGCATGTAACAAGTTTTTCCATCAAAATAAGATCTTACGGCCGGAATATGGAATCTAGCTACACACGAAAAGAAATCTGGTTCAGCAATTCTAAAAAGTTCAACATCATGTTTCATGTGTTTAGAATGTATTCTGTATTTGAGCGTTTCAGAAAATTTAAATATGGGATTATTTCCATGAGCCTCACCAAATGAAAGCCAATTTGTTACTAAACCGTCATTGTTTTCAGGTTCTTTTGATTTAGCAATTTCAGTCAAAGGTTCAGCTGAAATGACTAATGTAAAATTGCTAATAGGTGCATAATTTACAACCTCAAAGTACACAGGATCATTTGTTTTCGATCCACGCAGGGTCTTGAGAATTCGCAAATTTTCTTTATTAACCTGTTTTTTCTCTTCCAAATACAATTCATAAAAAAATAATTTGACATCTAAATCACCTTTGCGGTTGATAACATCATCATATGATATATCCAGTTCTCGAGATTCACAAGCAGCCTTTAAATCTAGAGCCGAAATATTGACAGCGACTGATTTATGAGGGCTAATTGTTATTTCGGAATCTGCAACATTGAGAACTGAACACAAATGTTGTTTTACAGCCACTACATGATCAATATATTGCAATATGCTATCGTGATTGCATGCAATATCAACATCAGCACCGCTATAATAATTTGAAAAAAACAAATCCAACACATAAGTCGGAATTTCACATTTGAATGGCAATTTTGATTTTGCATGCCAAAAATTTAACATTAGTGGATTAAAATGAGGCAGAATTGCAGCCATTGTGCTGCCAGTTATAGCACAATTTGACCAATCAATTCCATCAAAAATAGACACATCAGATGTCGCACATTTTCCAGCAAAAATTTTTAATCTGCGATTGAATTCAGTTGGCGTAACAATACCGTGTTGCCTGGCAAAATGATTTTTAACTCCCCATATATTGACATCATAAATGTCAACCAAATCACCTTCTCGACTAATTTGGTGTGAAAAGTAAGGATTAAGATGAGGTTGTTTGCTGCAAAAAGGATAGACTGGTAATCTACACGCGGTCTCTAAATTAAAAACATATCTAGATGTTTTTAGTGTGCGAGTTTTTTTAATTGATTCTTCTAAATAAAAACCTACCCATGCATACCCAATAATGTATTTATAAAATGGCTTACAACTGCGCATCAAACTGCTCATCTCATCAAGAATCTCTGGATCGCCCAAGACATAATCTGCATATTGTTTGCTGACCAATAAATTAGAAATGAGGTGATGTTTTTCTCTAGATGGTACACTATGCGATAACAACAACGTTTTAACATCTGATTTTGGAATAGTTCGAAGTTCAGGTTTGCAAACTGTAAAATAAATTTTTTTATCAGTAGAAGCTCCACTAATGTGATTTTTAATTAGATCGCACATCGTATCTGGAATTTGTGGGTCTGTTTGAACTTCATGGGGGCTTGCAATTTCGTCACCGAAAAAATTTTCCGGTTGGGTTGCTTCAAGTACAGGTTCAACATCAGAATGAGGCTTCATGAGAGTAATTTTACTTTTGTTTGCTGCATAATTTTTTAATATAATATTAAGTTCGTCATCTGTAAGTTTGCCGTTGATTAGTATATTAAATCTTCTAGCGATAAATGCCTTTGTGATTGATAAATGCAAATGTAGAGGGTTTTCCCAGTAGTGAAAGTCATTCACTTCACTCATGTTAAAAATTAACCTATCGGAATATTTAGGATCAAATATTTTTGTGTAGGAAAGAAATACTCTGCCCTTAACATAAGTATCTAAAGATTTTGTATCCAAAGACTTAACCCAATCTTTTATGACAGCTGCTCTGATATCCAACATAAGATAAACGTAACAATAATCGCTTTCTATCTCAACAATGGCTTGAATCTCATATTTGGATAACTTTAACAAAGAGCTTTTTACATTGTATGTTAGAGTAGTTTGGATTGCTTCAACTTGAGAGAAAGCGGGTATCAATTCTTCTAAAGTCAAATTTGGTTCAAAAAAATCAGCAACAATATCCACATCATCCACATTGTTGTCGGCCAATGCTATGATAAAAATTGGATCAGTTGTGAAATTAATAACCTCAACAACCGGCCTGCAAAAAGGATTATTTGGATAAGACATCAACAAATTTCTAATAGAAAATATGGCAAATTGTAAATATTAGACAAGATTTATTTTGCAATTTTTTCACACAAATAATTGTTTGAAAAAATTAAACATTGATAATTGGAGCTGATTCTGTATACAAATATCTTATTTCTGTTTGTCCGAACAAAATTACATCAAAATATGCTTTAACATCAACAATACCCATTAAATCTGCACCAAAATTAATCGTAAATACATCATCAACGCAAGTTAAAATTTTAGCATTGACAACTGATGTTAAAATTTTTGATAATAATTCTCGGTCTAAATCCAAATCTGAAACTAATTCATGAAAATGATACCGAGCTTTTTCATTGAAAGCTGACAAAACAATTGCTTGTAACATATTACATTTTAATAGAGTTTCTTCATCATGACCAAAACACACACTAAAAGTTACACTTCCCATATATGGCAACCATTTGATCTGTTCTTTAGCAAGTTGTGTTGCTGTAAATGTTTTTTGAATCACGCTCAAAACATAATCAAATTCTGGAGTGTATGTAAGATTTAAGTCAACCAGTTGAGGTATCATCCATTTATGTTTTGTCATGATTGTTGGATATAGCACTGAAAGATCAACTTCATATTTTTTCCTACCTGAAACATTTTTTATGCGAACGTTTGATAACTTAATATGAAGATTCTTAGCTTCCACTGCATCCGAAATTATAACTTTAGCTTTAGTAAAAAATACTGGATCCAAATTATGTTGCATTTGTAATAAAAATGCATTTTCTGAACTAGGATTCGTTACAAAAGCTGTTAGTCTTGTTTGTAAATATTTTGTGTAGAGAACGCTTATTCTCTTTTTTTCTTGAGATAGGTGCAGAATCTTACATATTTCACTAAAAGTCGTACTATCTACAGGTTCAGTTGAAATTACCATATGTTGATCTCTGCAAAGTTGTTCAACAATATCAATTTTGTCAATAGTTTTTTTCAGTAAATTTAACAAATAAACTTTATCGATACCTGATGTGTAAAATTCAAGTGACATAATATCTTTGACGGTTGCTGTGAATTTGCTTAAGATGTTGTGATCGATGTAATTGTCCGAACAATAATCTTCAACGAATAACTTTTCAAATAAATTTTCTTCTACTATCAGTTTTTTGTAAAAGGTTATCCGTTGAATAACAGTCACTAAAGTATTTTTGTGTTTTTCATTTTTTGATGCCAAATTTATGGACAAATATGAAAAACATTTTTCGAAAAGTTGATTTAGGTCACAACAAAAAGTTTCAAATTCAGACCAAATTTGAAGGTACATATTGATGTTTAGTTTTAGATGATTTTTTATTATGACCCGCAGTGATTCAATCTTTATGTTGACTTTATTTTCAATCCACTTAACCATATCTTTTGGACTGTATCGGCGACAAATGAAATGCATTTGTGATAAATTGTAATTGACTGATTTTGAAAAAATTTTATCCATGGTTACCGTAAATTGGTCTTCTGCTGCATTTTTACCATGAACTGCAATGTTGTATTTATCAACAAGTGAGCCTAAATCATTAGTATTTAGAGTAAGTAGCCTGTTAACTTTAGTTGCTATTGTGTCCAATGCTAAAGTTTGATATTCTAGCGCCATCTTAATAAGGTTCAATAATTATCTCATTGTTGCCATATTTATTTGGTGATTTACTTTGAGCAATTTTTTATCAAACTACTTGGTAAAAAATTATTTAGCAAAAGCTTTCAGACTTGTTGTGAAAATAACATAAAGCAACGATAATAAGCCTGCTCTGTAAAGTAATCCTTTAGATGTTTCAATTGGACCGAGCCACTTGGAAAACAAATTGGATGTTTTTGGATAAACTAGGACAATAAAAACAATGAAAAGGAAAATTGGAATTACAATGTATTGATAAACAGCGGGGTTCACTTTTTTCTCCGATTGAACTTGGGGAGTTTTTTTTTGCGCGCCTTTTGGTGATTTGTTTGGTTTTGTTAATTTTGAAATTTTTGCATTTATCGCTGCTGCATTTGGATCAACTTTTCCTCCCTTTGTTCCATGATTTTGTTCAGGATGTTTGGGTAAATTTTCTCCTGCAGAATTACGCGGTAATTCAATCCTTTCTCCTAAAGTGTCTCGACGTGGTTCAATTCTTGCTGAATTAGCTACTCCTGTGTTTTGTTGTGGTTCCGCTCTCGAATTTGGTGGTTGTTTTTCGGTTGGAGCTTTTGTGTTTGGTGGAACTCGAGATTGTGTATCTTTTGGAGTATTTTGTTCAGGATTTGTTCGCGCGCGTGCAAATCGATCTTGTACATTTTCTCCACCATTTGATTGGGGAGCGCGTTCTACAAAATCTGGATGAGTTCTTCCAGTTTTTTTGCCAATAATGTCGCTGCTTTTGAAATCATTATCAGTAAAATCTATTCCATCGACCGTATTCAAAGTCGGTTTAGTTTCATATTGAGGAAAAGTATCAGTTGGAAGTAAGGGTGGCATTTGCACATGATAATTGTTCATTTCAACTATACTTTGCGATGTTATTATATGCGCGCATTAAATCGAATCATTATTTTAATGAAATAAAATTTCATTAAAATCATGTTCATCAAAAATCTTGTTGTGATGGAGACTTTTTAGAGAAAATTTGAGTCAAAGTGTCTGTATCAGGAGATGTTTTTTGATGGCAATCATGTGAAAATTTGCACTTGTCATAACAAGATTCACAATATTTAAATCTACAACAGACAGGACACGTGTATTTTTTAATCATATGTGTGCCGCAGTTCATGCAATTATTAGGTTTTAGATTGGAAATTCTATTCATGATCATTAAATGCCCGGACCAGTAACGTGTCAAACCTTCTGCATCGGGAATTTCAGATGCAGATGGTTGTCTGGAGGCAATTGAACCATAAGATAAAGCATTTAATCTGCGAGCTTCTCTTTCATTGAGACTCGCATTAACGGTATTTGCGACTCTGTGCATGAGCAAAACTTTTCCATAAATTGCATGTTGACCATGTATTCTGGTTGCAATTTGATTTAGTTCTTTGAGTTTCGATTGCATGTATACCATTACAAGATCATAATGGAACATATTTAATGTGGAAAACTGTACTTCAGTGCTATCATCATCTAAACCAAATACAATCTTGGTCAAATGCAATGGATCTTGATAATAATATTTAGTGAGAGAATCATTTGTCACCAAGATTGCTGGATTAAAGTATCTCTTGCGAAGAATTCTTAAAATATCCTCTTTTGTAGTATCAACCATCACACAACATTTAGTTTCTGAGTGCAAATCCCACCTGTATGACAATGCGATCGCATCTCCCTCAATAAGAATATGTTTAATGCTAAATAGACTGGCAAGTTGATTCATATTAGATTTCTTCTCATATCCCTGCCAATCAGGTCTAGCATGGAAAACTTCAACATAACCTTTTGGGTAAGAATATGATTGTTCTACACCAAATACAAAATTTTGTGGATCACAACCAGGAAATCTTTCGAATAATTTCTCAGGACACGTTTCAAGAATATCTTCGCCGGCATCAAAAAATTCAACATGTGGTTCAACAATATTCCACAAAAAGTCATTGACGTCATTTTTTATGGCCTGTCTTACAGCCTTCTCGTGCGGATAGTAAAGAAGTTTGGCTGCATGTTTACCCAGATTACTGAAATCGAGTGTGCATTGTTTTAAAATCGCAACTCTAACCATTTGACGAAAATATTTATCTGATACTTAATATCAAATAAATTCCTTTATATTGCCGATTCGCAATCTACGAAAGGTGTTTGTTTATCATTGCATTCAAACAAATCCCTTTCAGATTGCTGATTCACAATCTACGAAAGGTGTTTGTTTGTCATTGTATTCCAAACAAATCCCTTTCAGATTGCTGATTCACAATCTATGAAAGGTGTTTGTTTGACATTTGGTATCAAACAAATCCCTTTCAGATTGCTGATTCGCAATCTACGAAAGGTGTTCTCTTGGAAATGTAATATTCACCATCGGGTTTTTTTGAAATGTGTGATCTATTTATTTTGTAAACGTATATTAGGGACGTAGATTTTGTCATGCGTCTTACATAAGATATGGCATCAGTTTTATTCAGGAAGACCATTTGTGATTTTTCTTTTTGAACATTTATTGCATTGTTAAGTTTGTATGGAAGTGCAACATAAGCATATGTATCATCAGTTAAATCGGTTGTTGTTTTAAGAAGGTTCATTATATCAGAATTCACGGTGGTCTTTTGTGCCGGTTTTACTTCTGTTGAAATAATAATATCTTCAACTGGGACAGGTATTATTGTTTTTACTGTGGGTACATTTTCAGATACAGCACCACCAAATTGACTCAATAATTCTATTTTTGAGACTGGTTTTGATGTTGATGACGGGACAAGTTCAATATTAATTGGGTTTTGAGTGCGGACGTGATCATGCATCCATCCATATAATTGATCTACCAAATTTGTGACACCATGCACAACATGGTTATAGTTTAATTGAGTATAAAATTTGCTTAATTTATCATAACGAGTTGTCAAATATTTTACATCTAACAATTTCAAATTAAATGTTCCGTCGACGATTTTGTGCTCATATTTTTTGACGTAAAATTTTATTTGATTTTTGGCATAAGCTTCCGATTCCAAAATATAATTGATTTTTGGGATAGTGTCTTCGAATAATATTTTTATTCTAAAATCTTTCGGAAAAACATTGTAACCTAATAATACAACATAATTATGTACAGTATTACCAATCTGTGTTGTAGTAAGATTATCAAACATATCACGCCAAATATTATGTATTTCTTTGTTAATATTAGTTTTTCTTTTGCGAAGTCCATCGATAACTTTTTCTAAACGAATTTTTCCCTTGACAGTTTTGTAAGGTTTTTCTCGTGTGTGTTCTATGATTTTTTTCCCAAGTTCTTCCCATTCTGTTTTTAAACTCCGTATTTCAGGACAATTATATATGGACTGTTGGACAGCATCAAGATCAACATATGAAATATCACATTCTAACAAATCTTTTGCAAGTTGTCGTTTATGAAGTTCATCCATGCCAACAATATGAGCCAGGATGTATTTCATGTTATAGTTCCACTTAAAATATGCTAACGTTTTGTTTGACGATTGCTCGATATCAGGATTAATTTAGGAAATTTTAATTTGCGATTCAAGTACTTGCCCATTATTTTTCGTTGAGATATATAAGGTATTAACCAGATATGAACGTCAATACATCAGTTGTCATTATTTTGGTAATTGCATTGTTTGCATTTTTCCTAATATGGTCATGGATGAATTCGCGAAAAAATAGTGTTACCGTAGCTACAGTACAACCACAACAACCACAACAACTGCAACAACTACAACAGCCAATTCAACCAATGCAAGTCCAACAAGCATCTATGTCAGGTCAACCCACCAGAATAGAAGGTGCTGATTTCCACGACCTTTATAGAGAACAACCCTCAGGTTTCGGACACCAACCTAGATATGAACCCAGACCGCAAATAACACAAATTAACATCGAAGGTCCAGATTCAGATCCTTATTCAGATCCAATTAAAAAGCAAGACTTGTATACAATGTATGATCCATTAACATACCCTCAAGCTAGACTTCCACGCGAAATTTTAGAAAAGTATGATGAATACTACAAAAAACATGGCGTGTACCCAAATTTTGGTGAACATTCTAAACCTCTGTTTGACAATGCTACCCAATGTGGTGTTCTAGTACAGCACTCTGATGATGAAGATATTTATAATAATTCAATTGCATCAATCCCATTATTCAGACTAAAAAATGTCAAAAATAACGACAGGTATTATTATTACATTTTGGATCAAAGAGCAGCCGGAAAACTTGAACCTAAAATTCCTCTTGACGAGCTTAAAATAAATGATAGGAGTTGGAAAGATGGTAAAGTTAGAGGTTTGCCAGAAATTACAGATGGTGATATCATCAAAGGCATCCCAATCCACCCTTCTCAGAAATTCAAAGCCGTTATTTATGCTATGCAACACTTCCCCTAAAAATTTATTAATTGCGATTAATTATCAATCGATCGCAATAACTATTTCAAATCTTACGTTTGCACATATTTTTTTAATGGATCTGTATCAAGAAGTACAGTGTAGTAACAAATTTCGTGATCTTTTTCGATAGTGTAAATGTATGGAAATATGTAATAATTTTTGATTAAACATGCACCAATCGATAAATTAATATCAAGTTGAACTGGATTTGTAATTTTTCCTCTGGATGTTGTGATAATGGCCTTTATGTAAGATAGTTGCGGTTCCATTCCGAGTGCATGAATTAAAATATCTCTTGCCAATGAATTTTCGACTAAATTCAATCCGGGATGAGACCATGCCCAACTCCAAACTTTGTATTTAGCTGAGTAAATCGCAAATGTTTCGATTTCTGTTTCTAAAACCAAATCACCAGTCGCTCTGTCCCTGAAAATAAATTTTGATCTATTGTTGCCGCTATCATCTCTTATAACTTCTGGTTCTGAACATGTTTCCAACAAAAATCTTATCGCTGACGCATGTCTATCGTAATCTTCTAATGCTTTACTCAAAATATGCTGGACATCCATTTACCATTATAATTGAATTAGAATCAAATTTAATATATTTTAGTTTAACTTGTTAAACTAAAATTCATCCTGTTCATTTTGGTTAAAACCTGCATTTGCCAAATCTTCTTGTTTTTTTGCATTAAGAATTTGAGCAATAGATAAGGCAGGAGGCGCAGCAAAACCTCTTACATTTAAGATTTTCTTTATGGGTTGATTTGGGGCTTTTTTTGTTAACCTAATTGGTGGATATCCTCCGGTTGCTTGAAAGTTCATGGAAAGTTTTGTATTTTACAGTAAAATTTCGAAGTTGCTCGTTATACATCAACAAGAAAAATTAATCAAAATCAATTTCTACTTCTGTTGCTTCAAATCCTATGATTTTTGGAGCTTTTGTTACAGTTTTTGTTTTTAGAGTTGCAGGTTTGGTTTTTGTTTTAGTGTTTGTATGGATGTAGTGGTATTTTTCATAATGGTTAACATTGCAGCATACACCAGAACCATTTCGATTTGGACAGTTAATTTTAAGATATTCACTTTCAGTTAACGGTGCAACAAAATTACTATAAAGTAATCTATGAAGGGCAACTTTTTTGCTTTTGAAATAGAAATTAACATAAATGCCTTTGTTTGTATTTGCATTTGTAACATATCCATACCAAAAACAACATTCGTCGCCAAAAATGCTCGTTTTAATATATTTACAAATCCTTTTCATGTCGCTAACACTTAATTTCATTTCTAATGGAACTGTATCAAGCTGTTTGGCAATTAATTCTTCAAATATTGCGTTACCTGCGAGATTTGCCTTAGGCAAATCCGCAGCTAATCCCAAATGTAATTTGGTGTTACCCGCAAGATTCGCTTTAGGCAAATCTACGGCTAATCCTAGATGCGTGAGCATCTTAGGGTTACCTGCGAGATTCGCCTTTGGCAAATCCGCAGCTAATCCCAAATGCAATTTGGTGTTACCCGCTAGGTGCAGTTCAGCGTTTTCATCTTGAGGCTCAGTGAAGCTTGATCCCTTTTTCTTGCGTGTGGTGTGCTTGTGGTTGTCAGATTTTATTGGTATTTCTTCGATTTCTTCATCGAATTCTTCATTGAATTCTTCATTGAATTCTTCAACTTCTTCATCTAAAATTTCATCAATATCAATATCATTGTCGATATCGTTTTCTAAAGGTTTTTTATTTAATTTTTTTTTTGGCATCGCAAATGATTTAATTCTAAACAATAAACCTGGCGATTGTTGGCGTGAAAAGATAAATCTTTTTCTCCCAGATCTAACGATTGTAGTACTAATAAAAGAGAGATTATTTAACGCAGAAAGCGTTTTAATTATGGAGGGAATTCCACTCAGTTTTTGAATTTATAGTGCGCATTTGATTTCGATTTGGATTTCAATAATTTTTGATTTGATCAAAGATTATTAAATAAAATTTTACTTCGCAAACAAAACTGATATTTTTTCAGGCACATCGGATGTATTGTATGCAAACTGTAAATTGATTGTGCGTTTGTATGGTTTAATATGTTTTGCTTTATTTTTGGTCTTGTCATAAAACATACCAGATGTTGGGTGAAAACCAAAAAGTAATTCATAATTGTCATCGTACACATAAATAACACAATCTCTGACTTTGGATAGAGTAAACAATTCCAATATGCTATTTGTTGTATTAATTTGGTTTGGCATTTTCGTTATGATGTTCTTAATTCGATTTGCCTTGACATAAGATGAAATTGAACTTAGTTCCGATGAAATTGCTGAATCAGATTTTGCAACAAGAGATCTCAAATAGTTAATGACATCATTTTTGTAAGAGTCTGCCAATTGTTTTTGGAAATTTGAGTAGTAACCAAGATTTTTGCTTTGGGGATCAATTGCAATCGTTTCTAACCAGTAGAAAGCATTTGCAACAGCTCTGTAGATAGTGTTGTTATTTTCAATGATTTGTTGCACATACCAACTATCGACTGATCCCAAAGGATGATCCAAATTTAATTGATCGAAATTTTGCAAAAGGTCCAGTTTTTGTTGTCTGCGTCCGATTCGTGGAACATTATCTTTGCCGAAAATTTCGCTGAGAATTTTGTTGATATTAACATTTACACCTGATAATACTTTTTCTCCAGGTTTCTCCAAATAAACATCAAAATCAACAATATCAGAAACAAAGTATTCATCGCGTCTTAGAATTTCGCTTGCTTTCAAATCGTTTTGTACGAGCTCTTCAGCAGCTCTGTTAATGAAATCTACCAACATGTCTTTGTTAACGTTCAATGTGCAAAGACCCTTGTTCGATCTCCAACCACAATAAGGCAACGCACTACAAGCATCTTTACTTGTGCGTGCGTAACAAATTTGTCTTTGATTTTGGTGAACATATGACAAATAATCCACGCGTTTTGGATTTGTTGTAATCCAAGTTTTTTCATCCTCTGGGAAATGAACTCCTTCAATGATAGGGGCCAAATTTTGTTGGAAAGTCAGTATGGGTTTTGGAGCCACTGTGGCAACACTAAATGCAAGTTCTGGATCTGTTGGATCAGTTTGTCCTTCTAATTTGACATCTTGGAGAATTTGGAATGTTTCTGTTTCTGGAGTTGGATCATTATTTACATCAACAGGAGTTGTCGCTCTGGTTAATTGTTGTTCTGTGTAAGGATCAATATCTTCTTCAACAAGTTCTTTCAAACTTGATGAAATTCTTGCCTGTGTGGTTTCATCCGACGATCTGGATGCAGCCAAACGCTTGAGCAGTTCTGTAAATATTTTGTACAAATCATGACTGGAAATTTTATAAAGGAGTTCTTTGATTTGTGTTCTCTTTTCTTTAAGATCCAAAACTGCTGAACCTTTCGGTTTTGAACCCAAAATAATTTCAATTTTCGATTTGGCTTTCAAACCAGCAGGAATTGTATTCAGGAAATAAGACAAATGATATCTAAATAGTTGATAAAGTTCCATATTATATCTATTTTCTGAAACGGTGTAAATTCTCTTGTCTGGAACCATATTAGATGGACCTTTTTGGATTTCTTTGTCAACAATATCATCATCTGGTTTATTTTGCACAATATATCCAAGCTTTTCAACTGTATCTGTCAAGAGAACCTTTTCATTAATGGGAACAGTTTCATATGCTTCTGTTAGTAGAGCGGTAATAACATAAGATTTTTCGCGTTTTTGTGTGTAATAAATGCCAATAGGTTTCATTTTTAATGCATCTGATGTATCTGATTGTAAATCTGTTAAAAAGTCAACAGTTTGTTTGTAATCTTGAATAAAAGGTTGAGCTGCTTTTAGGATTTTCAAAACAGGGACAGCTCCACTTGGTGTTACTGGAATAAGCATATCAGTGGTTGTTACTAAGTATCTGCACTTGAATCTTGCATCGATGATCTGTCCTTTAAGTTTGTAGGTTTTATCACTGCGTTTATTATTTAATGCAACCAAAATAGCATATGTATCTCTCGCAGTTTTACTTTGAAGAGATTTATCACCAATCAATATCTTGTATTTGGACTGACAATTTAATTCGTAGTAGTCAAAAATGTGAGCAATTAGATTACCGTCTTGTTCGTTTGCAGGTACTTCATCGTAGGTGTAGATTTTTGTAATTTGCAAATCTTGTGACGGCTTCTTTTTGACCGAGACAATTGGATAGTAAAGTTTACTTTCTCTTACCAAAATAGCCGTTTCCTTTGATGGATCTTTGAGATTGGATATCGTTTCAGGATTTTGACACAAAACATAGTAATTTTCTTTCGCAACTTCTTTGTCAAAAGACTTGCGGATCAATTTAATTTTCTTTTGGAAAACGATAACGTTAATACCTTTAGGTGTAACAACACCAGGCAAACATACCAAATCATTTAATAAATCATATTCTAAATAGGTTGATGTTTTAATATGATAAATGTAAGCATCAACGGTTTGGAATCTGGTCCTAATATCTCCATTATTAAGACTTGTAAATATTGCCAAAGTTTTGTCTTCGGTTAAGATTTTGATCATTCGATCTTTAAGTTGAGTGATATTCAAACCAAACACATCACTCACAGCATTCAGATACCCATGTTCATCTTGATCGACACCATATTTGAAATAATAACCAGATTCGCTACTATCCAAATAGTTATTTTTGATGTAGATATTCTTTCCCATCATGTAATTCAAATAAATATCCAAATGTTTTGGAAGGAAAGCAAGACGACCAGCTTGGAGTTTGTTTGTGTTTTGCAAAATATAAAGTTGATCTCCAACTAGTCTATTTCCATCGCCGTCTTCAGTTGAAATTCCCAAACTTTGGAGGAAAGCATTACGTTTTTCAGGATTCTGAGAATAAAAGTGATCCTTAATAAAGCAGCACGGTGGAGCATCTCTTGCCTTGCTAAGAAAATCCAAAAATATGTGTTTACCATTTTCTTCGGGACTGCATGTGTAAAAAATATGTGTATCTCCAGTTTCATCTAAAGGAAGTTGGATAGCTCTCAGGCTAACTTTTTGTTTTTTCCCATCAACATCAACTGTAACTTCGCGTGCATAATGCCCAAAATTAATGTCATCTAATTTTTCCTTCCAAACATATCCCATTTTCAAAAGTTCTTCGACGTCAAGAACTGGTAATGGTCTGCGTCTGGTAGAATTACCTGAGTTTTGACACTGACGAGCCCAGTTTTCATTTTCCATATTGCCAAACCTTAGCTTGTCAATTTGAGCAATCTGTTTAAGGTTACTACTATCAACATCATGATAAACTACTTCGTCGACTTTGTTACGACGTCTGGCAATATTTGTTAAACGCTTGAGACGTTCTTTCATCTTTTGTCTTTCAGGTTTAGCATACAGATAAGTTTCAACGTAGAGGTAAACCAAAATGTGCATAAATGTAACAATTCGATCTAATTGTTCTTTTGATCTGGCACCAGCAATGCGAATTTTGTAACGATTACGCGTTTTACCTTGAATATCAATACCAATTCCTGGAGGTTTGTATTTGGGAATATTTTCCAATTTTCTCAAAACTTTTTTGGCTGGTTTGATATTTGGATATTTTTCCCTAATAGCTATGATCTCAGCAAGTGCTTGTTCTTCTGTAATATTAAATTCTTTACTAATCTCATTTGACAGACTTTGATCGTTGTATTCATAATTACGCATAAAGAAAACAATTCGATGTTCAATCTTAGTTTTGTTTTCGTATTTCGATACTCTCTTGTAACGCAGATATGTTCCATATTTTGATTTATCATTTGCCCCGTCTGTAGCTTTTTTTGATAAACGTTTACGAGGTTCGATGACAAGTGCAACATATGGGTAAAAATATCTAGAAAATTCTGAAAAATCATTGTGATCAATAACAAAATTATTTGGAAGTTCAAATTTTTGGATTGTTGAAATGAAAGCGAAATCAAACATGTCATCAGATGGAACTAATAAATTGATGTGATATCTGAAATTTTCATCGTTGATTTTTTGGACTAACTTTCTGACATATTTGTATGTTTTGATAATGTCATCAATTGTCGATTGATCTTCTTCTTTCCATTGAATTTTGTAATCAACTCTGCCAGTTTCCGATAAATTCACACCAACAAATTTATTTTCATCACTGCTTCCTTTTAGGCTATCATCATCAACTCTTATTTTGAAACTAATACCATAAGGAGAATTTTCAATCCATTTGTAAATAGTATTCTTTTGTGTTGATGCTAAAATATGTTCCTTGGCAAATTTGATTCTTGGAATACCATCAGCAGGTCTGTATTGCGCAAATGGATATTCGTTATCTAAGACAAAATTTGTAAAAATTCTGAACAAATCTAACTTTCTGCTATTATGGGAAATCAAGAACGCTCTTACAACAGTTTGGTTAACATAATTTTCCTTGAACATTTTTGTAAATGCACTAGTATGTTTCTTTTTTACAAGTTCAACATCTCGCATGATATCATTTTCCGTAATCAAGTCATTATTAATAGTGTTAAAAGTTAACTTGATTTTGTCATATTCTTGATTCTTACTTGAATCAGATGCTCTTGTATTCAAAATCATGATAATAGCCAAGATGTCATCTGGTTTAAGTTTCGGGAAATAAATCTTGATGTAAACATCAGACAAATTTCTCAATTCATCATAAGACGCTTCAAAATCTAAACCTAATTCGTTGAAAATATCAACCATAAAAATTTCATTATTTGTGTAATAATTGTCATAATCATGTAAAATATTTGATTCATCATCTTCTCTCTTTACTTTACCTTGGCGTCTAATATTGTCCCTTAGTAATCTAATATTTCCTCGAAGTTCTTGGTAAACAAGTAAATTGTTATTGGGTTCGACATCTATCTTGAGGAGGTCACTTTTGACAACCCATTTTTGTCCTAACATTGCTTTGCGTAATTGAACATTATCAGTATCGGGATCTGCATAAACATATTCCGACCACAAATATTGGTATACGGGTAGCATGTACATATTTTCTCCGAATTTTGGATCATTTTTAAATCCGGCGCAAATCTTGTTTTTGATCGTTTTAATAGTGTCGTCTTTGTAAATGTATTGATGAACAATGTAATTTTTCGCAAAAACATTTTTTAGAGATTCATCAAACATAACATAATCTTTACCTGTGTCAAACTCGGATACTTTAGACATTTTATCATATGCTTCATTACCGATAGCACTTTTGATATCGCGTGTTGTTTGTTTGATGTTAGCATCAACTTCATCAATGTCTCCATAAAGCAAATCCAAATCTAACAAATCATTTTCAACTTCTTTATCGAACGCTGAATTTTCAGCATCGAGATATGTTTCATGTTCCAAAGAAAAGTCTGCAGCCATTTCTTCATCCAAACCTTGAAGACCACCTTTGAGCTTGGAACTTGCGATTAAAGGTTTGGAATTCCAAAGTGTCTTTTCAAATTCAAACAAATCTATTGCTTCAGATCCTCCACGCAAAAATTCTGGTGTTTGGTCGTATGCTTTCAGAGCTTCAAGTTCTGTCACAGTTTTGTCCATATCTTCAAAATCATCATATTCTTCTATGGTTTCTTGTTCAGAATCTTCATCAGAAGAAAACTCTGGCAAATCTTCTTCTTTGTAAAACTCTTCTTCAGTAGTTTGATCATCATCTGTGTTAAAATCATCTTCGCCGTCTGCTTCTTCTATGGAAGCCCCACCAGAAAAATACTCAACTTGTTCGAATGCAAAATCTGGAACACCACCCGACAAGCCAATATTAGTTGTCGTGTAATCAATTTCATCTTCCGCTTCTTCTTTTTGTTTGTTAATGATTTTTTTCAAATTACGTTTACGACGATCTGCTTTAATCGCAGCTTCATAACTGTATTGGAGTGTCACTTTCTTCTTGAGGTAAGCAACAAAATGTTCGTCAACCCACTTTTTACCATATAATTCAGTCAACTGCTTCATTTTCTGAGGATTTTTTACAGTAGAAGCCTTAGAGTCATTAATGTGATATGTATTAAAAAATTTAGTGTACCAATAATCTCCGTACGCATTGACTAAAATTTCAGATTCTCTTGCATCAATTGATGTTAAAGATGCAAACAAATCTAAATCTTTGATTTTATTCAAAACTTTCATACAGGATGGTTCAACAATATCTCCGATAAAAATGTGAACATAGTATTGGACGCGTCTATTATTATTTTTGAATTTATGAATAATTTTAATCGGATCATCCATTGGGCTCTATATTAAGTACCAGCTATTATTTATGTTAATTTCTACGTATGTGGAAATTAACATAAATAATAGCTGATTGAAACAAACGTGAAAACCGGTTATTATTTATGTTAATTTCTACGTATGTGGAAATTAACATAAATAATAGCT